AAGGGAAATTAGAATTGAGGAAAACAAATAAGGAAAAATAAATCGAGAATGTTTGTGTGAGAAAATGAAATAAAAAAATCTAACTTATGAGAAAGTACGAATTAGTATTTTTGACAAAATATATAGAAATTTTTTCAGAATTGTTAAAATAGGAAAATGAAATATGCGGAAAACTTTATTGTGAAATGATATAAAGAATAATTCAGACAAATAAAAACAAAATGTATACAATAATGAATATTGTAATATATACAGTCAAGCAAATTATAATATTAATTATGTAGTAATCAGAACATGTAATAATTTTTGTGAATTGATCACTCGCAAAATATGACAACCTTAAAAATATTCCCCAAAAATTTTTAGAATTGTCAGCATTACATTATTCCGATAAAAACATAATAAGTATATCATTTTGCTTGGCTAAATATATTATTTTTTCCAAAAAAATAAGTATTGTTGCACAAAAATATGTACAATTTGGATATTTTCCGGCCAAAAATATTCATAGTTGTCACATTATTAATGCAACAAATATGAAATTATGTTTTCTTTAAAAGTTGTTCTATTACATGTTTATTAATGGTACCAATAAGACTTGTGATATTAAAATTTTTATCATCAGGATTACATCTAACAAATTTACATCTTAATTTTTTTGTAATAGCTATCTGACGTTGTTTTTCATGTTCGGGATTTCTATCTTTGTGATTAAACTCATCAATTTCAATTGCAATTTTGTATTCAGGTAAATAATAATCAATAATATATTTATCTTTGTCACATTTAATAGTATACTGATGTTTTGATTTAATACGCGACATATTACAAAATATATCCAATTCTTTTACAATATTTATTTCCTTTCTCGTGAATTTTTGATGTACTTTTATACCCAAATCTGATGCTAATTTTATAGATGCGGGTTTATCAGCTTTCAATAATAATTGAGCCAAACCATCATTATTAATAAACATTGTTTTTGAATCAAGTAAATTATTTAATAAAATTACACCGTTACAAGAAAATAAATATTTTTTCAACGAATCAAATATAATTTTATTTTCATTACCAACATGTCTTGCAACAACATCTCGTGTATTTCCGTATTTTAGATAATTACAAATATCTTTGGCCTTAAACCATATATTATCTCCAATTTTAAAACAAATAAATTTATTTCCATCATATTCATAATAATCATGTTCAATAATTAAATAATCAAAAAACAAAACACTTTTAACTTCATCAACATATTTTTTATAAAATTTAATTGAATGATTATTACCAATATAACATATTAGTAAAATAGCCGTAACTTCATCGATATATATTTTATTACCAAAATAATATTTTTCTTCTTCTTTAATAAAATCAAGTCTTAAATCATCAGGTGATATTTTTATCATTTCACAAACATCTTTAAGACATAATTTTTCATTATCCTTAGTTCGTATATTTTTCCACATTTATAAATACATTAATAATAAAAACACTTACAAATAAATAAAAAATCAATATTTTATTGATTCGTTACCTGTACATTGACATTGTATATTTAATGCAACATATGTTTGTTAAATATAAAGAAAAAAATATAATCATACATATAACATGTCAAATAAAATAAAACCAATAATACAAAAAATTACAAATAATAATGCAAAAATAATAAAACAAAATAAAAATAAAATATCTGAAATATTTGCGGATATAGACGCAGATGTTGTTGTGATAAGAGATGATAATGGTGATTATTGGTATAATGGCGATGATATTGCATTAATATTAAAATATAATAATATAGAAAAAGCTTTAATTAAGCACATTGATAATAAATATAAAAAATACTATCACGAATTAGGAATATTAGATGAATTAAAATTGGATAAAAAAACCATATTCATAGACGACAGCGGATTATTCCAACTTGTTTCTAGAAGTAAGAAACCCGAGGCAGTAAAATTATGGAGAAAAATAACAAAGGAAATTCTTCCTGAACTTTTTGCGACAGGAACTTATACATTACCACCAAAAGAATCTGATATTGATAGATTAAATAAAAGTTTTTATGATGACAACATGTTAAGTGATTATCAAAATATACCAGCTATATACTTAGCATATATAGGTAAATATAATAACAAACACATATTAAAATATGGTAAATCTAATGATTTTGTTACAAGAGATTTAGAACAACATAGAACCATGTACAAAAAATTCAATGTAATAAAAATTTGGGAAACAATGGCAAATGACAAAGTTGAATCAAAAATCAAAACAAATTTCGCGAGTAAAAACATGTCAACAGTATTATCCAAAAAAGAATTAGGTATAAAATGTAAACAAGCAACCAAGAGAGAATTAGTTGTATTGAATGAAGTAAATGATTTAGAATATTGTCTAAATATGATTGACAATGTTGTAAAAAACACGACACTTCCACAAGAAGATGAATATATAAAGACAATTAATAACTGGGAACATAAGTATGAATTACTGAATGTTAAATATGAATCTTCACTTGAAAAATATAAATTACTTGAAAATAATTATAAAGCAGTTGCAGAAACAAACAAATTGTTAAAAGAAAAATTAAAAACACGGGGTAGATATTCATAGTTGTTACATTAATAATGTAATAAATATGAACTATTCCATTTTTTACATATTAACGGATTTTAATACCTTTATTCATTGCTATTTGTTTGCTTTTCTCTTTTTCAATTTCTAAATCAATACTTTTGAGTTTTATTTTTGTGTCTGAATCTATTTGTGCAAGTTGTATATCTCGCAGCAACTTTAACTTATAATTTTCAGATTTTTTGTACTTGTATTCTAATTTTTTAATTTCTTTATACTTCTCAAATTTAATTTTTTCTAAAAGATCAATACAGTCCTCCGGTTTTATATATTTCTTACCATTAACAGTGATTAGATCATAGTTTAGTTTTTTAATGTACGATTCAGGATCTTTTGGTTCAATAACATTTTCTATGAAATCATTTAAAAATATAAAACCTTTATTAGATATACGAACTTCATTTTCTTCAAGAATTTCATTTAATTTCTGATACATAACAAGCGACTTTTATAAATCTATAAAAGTCACATGTTTTTAAATTATTACAATTATTTAAAATTAAGTATCAATTTGTTTATTTTTCCCAAAAAATCATAAACATTAAATTTTGGATCATCCGGATTACATCTAATAAATGTACAATTTAATTTGTCTTCAAGAAATTTTTGTCTCCTAATTTCATATTTAGGATCTCTATCACTATGCCCTCTTTCATCTATTTCAATTGCAATATTATATTCAGGTAAATAACAATCTATTCTGTATAATGTCTTTTTATTTTTGACAGAATATTGATCAATGTATTTAATATCTGATGCATCAAAAAAACTAGTTAATTGTGACATTAATTGTGTTTCATGATATATTTTTTTGTAATATGCATTAATGTTCAAAAATTTAGCAAATGCAATTGATTTATGTTTTTTTGATGTGGAAACTAGTTGCGACAATCCTTCTAAGTTAATAAAAATAGTTTTGTCGTCTAATTTAAGCATATTTTTTGATTCAGGAAATAATTTAACCATTTTATTAAAACAAATAATATTATTATCACCAACATTATCATTAATAGCTTCAGAAGGATTTTTATAACCTAAATATTTTGCAACATCAGATCCTTTTACCCAAATATCAAATTCACCATTATTATTTTTTACAGACATAGATATAAATCTCCGTCCTTCATATTGAAATATATTATTTTCAGGATCAATAAAACTTGATTTATCTTGATCATTAAATGTGACACAATGATATATATCTTTACACTTTTTGAATTTTGTATTTTTTAGGATATCAAAACAATCTTCCAATTTAATATATTCATTATCTTTCACAATAATTATGTCATATTTAAGTTTTTTTATGTACAGACTAGGATTTTTTGATTCAATTATGTTCTCCACAAAATCTCGCAAACATATGTTACCCTTTGTGGATATCCTTACATTATTTTCCCTCAAAATTTCAAATAGTTTATTTTTATTCATATACTGTAATTATAATATACGTGTATCACAATTATTAGATTATTCAATTTTATTAAATCATGTAATTAATAATCAACAACACAAAAATATTGAATTAAATACAATAACATAAATATGATCCAACATAATAATAACAACATGTCCAAAACAAATAAGTCATCAAATAAAAATAAAGCAGTATTGGCTGTAAAAATATCTAATTTAATTGATCACGGAAGAGTTGAAATTACAACCAAAAAAGAATTAGAAAAATATTCTATTGGATCACTAATTTCATACATAAATATACGAGATGAGTTCAAACAGGGTGGATTTGTTACAAAAATTACTAATGAATATTTTGTTTATCTGACTCCTGATTTTGAAACTAAATACAGAATTAAATTCGAAAATATTAAAAAAATGTGGATTGGTGATGTTTATAAAGTTAATAATGATTTAGTAAGTTTAGTAAAAGCAAAACAAAGTAAAACTAATTTTCCAATCAAAATAGGAAAAGTTATAGTATATTATGCATCAGATAATTTTGATGTCAAACGATTCAAAAATACAAAAAAATACACAACTATGTTTAAATGGTATGAAATATTTGGGGAAAATAATTGATGATACACTTATCATATATTAATAAAGTTATTACAATTATTCTATCATGTGATAAAATAATTGATGATACACTTATAATATATTAATAGAGTCATTAGATTAATTTTATCATGTAATAAAATAATTGATAATACACTTATGATATATTAATACAGTTATTATAATTATTCTATCATATGATAAAATAATTGATAATACACTTATAATATATTAATAGAATTATTACAATTATCGTATCATGTGATAAAATAATTGATGATACACTTATTATATATTGGTAAAGTTATTAGAATAATTCTATCATATGATAAAATAATTGATTATACACTTATAATATATTAATAAAGTTACAATTATTCTATCATGTGATAAATAATTGATGATACACTTATGATATATTTATAAAATTATTACATTTATTCTATCATGTGATATATTAATACAGTTATTATAATTATTCTATCATGTGATAAAATAATTGATTATACACTTTTAATATATTAATACAATTATAACAATTATTCTATCATGTGATAAAATAATTGATTATACACTTTTAATATATTAATACAATTATAACAATTATTCTATCATGTGATAAAATAATTGATTATACACTTATTATGTATTTATTGAGTTATTATTTATTCTATCATGTGATAAAATAATTGATAATATACTTATGATATTAATACAATTATTCTATGATATGATAAATAATTGATGATACACTTATCATATATTAATACAATTATTACATCATATAATAAAATAATTGATAATACACTTATAATATATTAAAGTTATTACAATTATTCATGTAAGAAAATAATTGATAATACACTTTTAATATATTAATACAATTATACAATTATTCTATCATGTGATAAAATAATTGATAATACACTTATCATATATTTATAGAATTATTACAATTATTCTATGATATGAAAATAATTGATGATACACTTATAATATATTAATACGTTTATTATAATTATTCTATCATATGATTAAATAATTGATAATATACTTATAATATATTAATACAATTATTCTATGATATGATAAATAATTGATGATACACTTATGATATATTAATACAGTTATTACAATTATTCTATTACATGATACAATAATAGAATAATTGATAATACACTTATCATATACAATTATAATTATTGTATCATGTAATAAATAATTGATGATATGATTTTTCTATCATATGATAATAATTGATAATACACTTATAATATATTAATACTATTATAACAATTCTATCATGTGATAAATAATTGATCATACATTTATGATATATTTATACACATATTTATAAAAAAATGTATTTTTAAAAGTTTTCTTGGCAAAATTTTTTTATTAAGAATCTTTTTTAAATTATGATATTTTTGCACCACATAGAATTGAGATTTGTGCCAAAATTTATGATTTCTCAATGGGAGTTTTTATATTACTAAAACCGCGGTTTTTATTATAAATAAATTTTTGTGACTCTTTTTATTTGCTTATACTATTTTTTTAATTTATAATAAAATACTATAAATATTTTGTATACTTACTCTTAAATAAACTACAAAAGAGTCACAATCCGGTAAAAAACCCGGATCATTGATAATTGTGACTCTAAATATTTATATTAATATGATACTATTTTTATTTTAATATTATAATTTAGCCACCATATTATTTATTTCGAGACACATTTTTAATCTAAATGGTTTAAAATGATATATAACATTACTAATTACAATACAATGGCTATTTACACATGTGGTAATTGTCGTAAAGAGTTTGATCGTAAATCAAATTATGATAGACATTTGAATAGGACAAAGAGTTGTATCAAAAATAGTTCAGGAAGTAAAACTACAAAAAAAGTTATTGATCATATATGTAAATCATGTAGCAGAATATTTAGTAGAAAAGATTCATTGACTAGACACACTAAAATATGTAAAGGTCCAATTATTAAGAAAAAAGTAAATAAGAAAAATACTTCTGGTAAAAAAAATATTGTCGCTATTGATAGTAAAAATTGTAACAATAATAATAATAATAAAACATATAACATCATTCTTAATTTTGGTACATCTGCCACTAATGATTTATCTAGAAATGACATCATATCATTTTTAAAATCTAATACAGGTGTTATAGAAAAATTCATTGAAATAACTAATTTCAATCCTAATAAACCACAACATCATAATGTATACTATCCTGATATCAAATCAGGTTACGGTATCATTTATAAAGATAAAAAATGGACTAAAAAGAGAATTCACGAAATAGTTAGCAAGTTGTTAGATTCTAAAGTTGAAGATCTTAATACTATTGTGAATGAATTGTCTGATTGCTTAAATGAAAAATCTATCAAAAAAATTAAAGACGCTATTAAAGACGCTGATTTTTCAAAACCTGGTACTAGAAAAAAACTAATTTCATATATTAAACCTATATTATATGAAAATAAAGACATGATTATTAAAACCAGAAAATCTGATAATAAAGAATATTCTGATATTTTTAATACTGATGTCAGTCCGAAAGATATTGATAAAGCTTTACAAAGACTTAAAAAAAATAATTGATATGATACTTATGATATATTAATAGTTATACACAAATAATATTTTAATTATGAACCAAAATAATATTTTTTTAATAACATTATTGTGAATAAATATGGAGGGAGTGTGGGATCTAGGGCTGTTCATTTTTTAATTTTTATTATAGTATTTTTAATATTATAATGAAATATATATACATAATATCAACCACTGAACAATCAAATAATAATATTTATAAAATAGGTAGACATAAGGGTTCTAAATCTAAATTGATTAAACGTTATCGAACATATTTAATCAATCCAATAGTTTTTTATTTCGAACAAGTTCATGATTATGTTGTTATTGAAAATATTATCAAAAAATTTTTGTCAAATTTTATTATTAAAGACAAGAAAGGAAAAGATACAGAATGGGTTAATTTAAAAATTTCCAAATTAATTAGTGTTGTCAAAAATGCTATTGATATTTATAACAAAACAAATAATCTTGAGAACAATAGTGATGACGACGATGATGAAAATATATTATGTGATCCACTTGATTTATTTATTAAAAATTGTTTAGTAAAATCTTCCAAAAAAATTATCAAAAGTTCAGATTTATACAAAGCATTTAATGAATATGATAAAAATGGAACATATTATAACACTGTTTTGTTTAAACAAATGTTAGAAAAAAAAGGTTATAAATCGGTTAAAAATAGTTGTATTGTTTACAAAGGTATTGGTTTTGTTAATAATATTCGTGACGTCATTGAAAATTTTGATGATTTAGACATTATAGAATCATCAATTTGTTGAAAATATTCGTGATAAAATAGAAAACTTTGACCATATTGACATAAACGAATCGTCTATAGATGATAGATGATTCTTTTTGTCATTGTTGTTATTTTATTAATATAGATATTCGCCCAAATATCTATACTAATTATATGTCATATTTTTTTATATCAAATAATTTAAATAATAATATTATTCTAAGAACCGTGATCAAATTCTAATACAGCAGTTATTTCTTTCCATTTCTTTTTATCGTCCGAATTATGAAAAATAATAAAATCATCATAACTCACTCTACAAAACATTTCATACCACTTTTCAAACTTATGACTTTTAATTTTATAAGCAGCTATTATTAAATCATGTAATTTAAGACTTCTTTTACTGCTAATAATGTATTCTTGCCAAAAATGTAATTTCCAATCTAAATCACGTACCCCTCTTCTATCTTTATTTACACCTTTATTTTTTATTAATTTTATTGTCCGAATATCTTTCAAAATTAATTTTTTGGGTGATTTTTCAATGAGAAATTCATGCATCTCTCTTATTAATTCATTATTAATATCTTCTCCTGAATGTGGTTCAGGAAAATAAGATTCATTTAATTCGTGTTTAAATTTATAAACATATTCATCGTCTTGCATTTTATTAGGCATAAAATCTGGTCCAAGATAATCATAATCATCATCTTTTTTATAATCATAATCACAATCAACTTCTACATATTTGTATAATTTTTTCATCTTGTCATGATCTAGAGGAATTTGACAATAAATATATTTAATGATTGATTTTAGATTATAACGAATTTCTGACTCTTTTTTACCCAAGTCAAGATAATTTCCTGTGATATATTTCATTATTTAATTATGTTGTTAAACTTTATTAAATAATATGATAGTATTATTTTCAATTTTTATAAAAATTGATAATACACTAATCATATATTAATACAGTTATTACATATATATTTATCATATGTAAAATAATTGATGATATACTATTTAAATATTAATAAAGTTATTTTAATTAAAAATTGACAATACACAAACTATGTACTTTATTTATTAAATATTTGATAATACATAAATTATGTTTTATCCTTAATTAAATAATTGATAATATACTTATAATATATTAATAGAGTTATTACAATGATTTAATTATCTGATAAAATAATTGATAATACACTTATGATATATTAATAGAGTTATTACAATGATTTAATTATCTGATAAAATAATTGATGATACAATTATGATATATTAATAGAGTTATTACAATTATTTAATTATGTGATAAAATAATTGATGATACAATTATAATATATTAATAAAGTTATTATAATTATTTTATCATGTGATAAAATAATTGATAATACATTTATGATATATTAATAGAATTATCACAATGATTTAATTATAAATAATTGATAATACACTTATGATATATTAATAGAATTATTACAATTATTCTATCATATGATAAAATAATTGATGATACACTTTTAATCTATTAATATAGTTATTACAACCTAATAATATCATATTTCGTACGTGGTTTATATACTTTTTTAGGAGTATTGCATACTTTTTTGGTATTCTGCTTCATATATTCTGGTCGAATATCATAATGTTTATCTAATTTTGGAATTTTAATATCGACATGTGATTCACGTTTAATATCTTTATATGTTATTTTTGGAAGTTTACCGGTGTTACAAAAATCATCATAAAAAGCGTGAAAAAATTTTAATCCTGTATGAATATTTGTGTCATTAAATAATTCAGGAATAGGTTGAATTGGATTATGTATAACATATTCATTACTTGTTGTTATTTTATCAATAAAATTATTAATTTCTTTACTAATATTCAAGAAATCATTCAGTCTTAACATATGAATATTCATTTTAGCCATATAATATTGTTTAAGTATATCATTTCTATGAGTATTTTGAAAATCATATAATTTATTAGATCTAAAATGCTGACCTCCGTCAAATTCTATATTAAAAAAATACAAACGTTTTTTCACAACAATCAAACAAAAAAAATCATACATTAAGATATTTTTATTCCTACAACAATCCCATTTGTATCCGACAAAATAACACAAATCTTTTATTTTGTCTAAACAATTTGTAACTTTTTTTTCACCAGACGATAATTTTTTTGTTCCTGTAGAATATTTTATAATACATGGACCAGTTTTTTTGTCAAATTCATCATAAATATTATTTTCGGCTTTATATTTACGAAAATTATTTTCAACAAGTTTTAATTTTTTCTCATAAAATAATTTTCTTTTATTAACAACTGAAATACAATTATAGTATCCATTAAATTTTTTCACAAGATCATTACTAAAACATAAATTATCAAATGTATCATCGGATACTATTTTTTTGTTTAAATAAGATGTGTCTAATAAATCTTTCCAACAAAAAGCTTTGTAATTGTCTCCAGGTTTAAACATATAATGATAAAAATCAGAAAGTTTCATTAAATAATCTATTGACTGATTTTTTAATAACTCATATTTATTTATCTTCTTCTTACAATTACCTATTTTAAATCTAAAATAATTAGATAATTTTTCATATTTATATCTCACATCTTCTTCCTTAGCATCTTTTGAAAAAACATAATTTTTCTCATCCGAAATTAATTTCTTTAATTTAATTTGTTTTTTACTTTTTTTTTACTTTTATTGTTGAGGTACATATGATATATTTAATATGAATTAAATGTATCATAATTATTATTTATCAATTTTTTGTTACTTTACAATTATTCTATCATATGATAAATAATTGATAATACATTATTAATATATTAATACAGTTATTATAAAATAATTGATAATACACTAATCATATATTAATAAAGTTATTCTAATTAAATCATATAATAAAATAATTGATAATACACTAATGATATATTTATAATAACTCAATTGAATTATTATAAATAGAATGCTAAGGGTGGGATTCGAACCCACGATATTTTGGAATCGATAATACAATTTTGCTTTGCAAAAGTGTATATCGACCAAAATATTTCTGAAGGAACATCAAAAGATAGTAAGATTCGAAGACAATGTCTTCAAATCTAACCTGGCCCTTCGGGCACAAGGTAGATCTTGAGTCTACCGCGTTAGACCTGCGGTTTGATGAATGAAATTCATCAAATCCGGAGGAATCCTTTATGGACCACTCCGCCACCTTAGCTTAATTACATTATATTATTTTGTTTTTATATTAATTTAAAATTGATAATATACTAATCATATATTAATAGAGTTATTATAATTATTTAATTATATGATAAAATAATTGATGATACATTTATAATATATTAATTAAATTATTATAAATTATTTTATCATATGATAAAATAATTGATAATATATTTATAATATATTAAAACAGTTAATACAATTATTCAATCTTATGATAAACAATTGATAACACATATTTAATATCATTAATATGTAATTATGAATGATAGTGCGTATAAAAAATATTTAAAATACAAAAAAAAATATTTATCATTAAAAAAATCCATTAACCAAATGTCAGAAAAAATAGTTTTTAATTATTATTTTATTCATATGACTTCATTAGATAATTTAATAAATATATTACAAGATGGTATTATTTATCCAAACAAACATCTTCCCAAAAAAAATAGAATATTATCCGGATCAGAACAAGATTTTGTGTATGCTAATATGTTTATTGACGATTATGATATTTATAAAACAAGTCATGGACCAGCACTTTTATTGCATCCCAAAATATTGTATAAAAATGGATTTTATTTTAATGAAACTTGGGTTGGTGCTGTTATTAATAATCATAAATATACAGCAGCTGATGGCCACACAAGTCGTGATGAAAATGACAACATAAAAGTTATTTCTAAAAATAGTTTACATATTAAACCCACAGATACTCCTGTACAAATTAATCATAAATTAAATAAAATAAAACAATTTTTAATCAATCCTACTTTACCTAAAGTATTTGCAGGTATCACAACACATGAAGTATTATTTGATCATCCTATTAAATTAGATAATAACTTATTAGCTGTTGTTGGTTTGGATCAAAAATATATGGAAAAAATTAAAATTATTATCAGTGATAAAGCTTATAATGATGTTATTTTTTGGAATGAGCCAACTTTCCCTAAATTAGATGATATTAATTTTAAATAATCATTTATAAATAATATCCTTCATAATTATTTGATGATATATTAATACAATTAATTTAATTATTCTATCATGTGATATAATAATTGTGATATATTAATGATATATTAATACAGTTAATTTAATTATTCTATGATGTGATAAAATAATTGATGATATATTAATGATATATTATTTTAATTTCTTGTTTAATAATTTATTTTCCATTTTCATTATTTCTAAATCTTTTTTGAGTAATTCATTTTCGTGATTCATTTTCATGATATCATAATCTTTTTTAATTAAATTAATTTCATTGTCCTTTTCTTTAATTTTATCTGTAAGTTCTTTAATATGTCCAATGTAAGATTTACCAATTAAATCATATTGTTTTTTTACAGATTTTAACATCGATTTAGAAACAATAGCAAGTTCGTAATATTTATTATGATTAAATTTAAGACCTGTATCTTTCATATACAATTTTAAATCTGATTCTGCTTGAGATAAATATTGTATATCAATAAAATTAAACATTGTTAATCTTAAATCTGAACCAGGTAATTGTCCATATGTATCATTATGTTCTCCTGTTCGTCTATCTAAATCTTTTGTCATACCATATTTGCCTATTATATCTTCATCATCATAATCATTACCAATTTTTAAAGTTTTTCTTAGATCTTTTACCTTTCCTATAGTATAAAAATATATACAAGGAAGTGTAGATGATGTTTTACTAAATACGGCTTTTATTGCTTCCGGACTCACACCAGTCATTGATGCTATAAGTTGATTCTTTTGTGTTTTTGTTCCCATTTGCACCGTAAATAGAACATTTTTTGCCCAACTAACAAATCGAGTTGTTTTATTATTTCTTGTGCTAAACAATACTTTTAATATTCCTTCGTATGTTAAAAATATTTCTTTTTTTACAGTTTTTTTATTCGTATTTTTTACATAATTAATGTATTTTTGGACATTAAAATACACATAATGAACTCCTAGTTCATATCCACTATTATTATTAATTAAAACATTATGTAATCTTTTAATATGAAATCCGCTGGCTACATCCTTTACTAGAAAATAACAGTCCGAATCATTTTTATTACCACGCACTTCTATATCTATTATATTTCCTTCTTCGTCTTTAAATTTTTCTTTATTTTTTAGACGTAATATATCTGGTGCTTGTGCTATTTCATATTCAATACTTTCGTTAAATTCTGGTATATTTTTTTCAACCCATGAATCTAATAAAAATACTTTATTAAATTTTTTACTCTGACTTGTTGATTTAGTCCAAATACCATTTTCATATTTGGCAAAAATATAACAATCTTCTCCTATTATACCCGCATTTATTAGCGACCATGAACTTCTATATCCTTTAAAAAATATTGGGCATTTTTCTCTAAGTTCATCTGATGAATAAAAATAATTTTTATTTATTTTTACAGGTTTAATTGTTTCCATTTTTTTATTTTTTAAATACGTAGTGTATATATGTTATTATAAAATATATTTTATATCAAAAAAAATGAACAGATGAATAAAATATATAAATAAAGTTAACAACATATAAATTATATTATTATTAAAATAATTGATGATATACTTATGATATATTAATACAGTTATTACAATTATTCTATCATGTGATAAAATAATTGATCATATACTTATGATATATTAATACAATTATTACAATTATTCTATCATGTGATAAAATAATTGATGATATACTTATAATATATTAATACAGTTATTACAATTATTATATCATGTGATAAAATAATTGATGATATACTTATAATATATTAATACAGTTATTACAATTATTATATCATGTAAAATAATTTATAATAAATTATAAAGGGACATCTTTTTTCCGAGTGCACGGTCCCTTTCCTTGATAGATCTACTGGTCTATAAATAATCCATAATATTATCCACTTCAATAATATTAATTTTACTTTTTATTTTACCATCTCCAAAAATATATTTTGCTTCCTGAAAATATATTAATATAGAATTTGGACTAGTATTAAATTCTTCTAACGGTAAATTTTCTTGAACATAAATATTGCCGTTTTGACAATCCCAAATTGCATTATTACTTAATAAATATTTAATTTTGTATGTTGGTTTTTGATTTTTATATTTTTGAAATTGTTTCAGGACAAAATCTTTTAAATTTAATTTAGCTTCATAAATTATTTTATCTTTATTGTTGATAAAATCAAAAATACAGCCATTTTCAATTGGAGGTTGATATATTATTTTATTTTTATATTTTTGTTCCAAAATATTTTTCCAATATTGTTCTTGCAATTTAGATTTTTGTTGTGCAAGTTTATAACCTGATGTAAAGTCTGAATCATGTCCACCAAGATTTCTTATTACTTCACATATTTTAAATAAATTTACGGCTTTATATTTTTTATAAAATTTTTGGAAGTGAAGTTTATTTATATTCAAATGTTCTAATTCTTGTGTGTATCCATTTGGTGTGGTGACCCATGTAAAATCATAATTTTTTAAATATTTTTTTTGACTTGAATTATTAATTTATTAATATGATCATTGTATAACTTTTTAATGTGTTTATCAATTTCATTATCAGTATCGATTTTGATTATATTATTGTTAAGATATGTTATAATTTCATCAAACAATATTTTATTGCATTTTACATTCAATAAATTATTAATATACTTGTACAAATTTGGATAATCATTTTTAATATTCGTATTTTCAATCATCCACTTCGCATATTGTTTATCTTTCAATAAAATATTATAATATTTTCCTTTGTATTTTCCAAAAGGAATAATATTCATGATTGATAATTATAATTATTTTATTTTTATGTCCACGGTTTTATAATCTTGGACTTCCCAACGATCCAAATATCAAGTCTATAAAATTAGAAATCGTTGTGAAGTCTAAATATAGTTATTATATCATGTTAATCATATCATAACTATATGAATTTTTATGTTAAATTTAATCATGTGTTTATTATTTTACCCCAAATATTTCATACCATTTATACATTGTGGCATATTTTTTTGTATTTTTAAATCGTTTAGAATCAAAATTATCAGTAGCATAATATATTACAATATTTCCAACTTCAACTGGGAAATTAGTTTTCTTTTGTGTTGCTTTAACCAAACTTACTAAATCATTTTTAACTTTATAAACATCACCAACCCACATTTTTTTAACATTTTCAAATCTGACTCTGTATTTAGTTTCAAAATCAGGAGTTAAATAAATAAAATATTCTTTGGTTATTTTTGTGACAAATCCTCCTTGTTTAAATTCATCTTTTGTATTCAAATATGAAACAAGTGAACCAATATCATATTTTTCTAATTCTTTTTTAGTTGTTATTTCTACTCTACCATGTTCAATTAAATTTGATATTTTTGTAGCAAGAACTGCTTTGTTTATTGTTTTATTATTTTTTAAAGATTTGGTTGATTTAGACATCTTAATTACTATTGTTTTAATTACTATTTAAATTATTATACAAAAATCAATATTTTGTTATACCTATATAGCCATATATCCATATAGGCGTGAAACCATATATCCATATTAATTTATATAAAGAAATAACAATAAACAAGATTAGAACAATGATAATATTCCCATTAAAAGAAAAAATGAAAACTCACGTAAACAGTTTAGAAGTAATTCCAAAAGTATACATATCATTTTTAAATGATCAGGAAAAACATAGATTTACATTTTTAAATGATCATATTGGGTTTTTTAAAAAAATTAATAAACTAAAGTTAGATGGAAGATATTATATTGATGAAATGTTATTAAATGGTCGTAAAAGAAAACCATATTTAGATTTAGAAAAAATATATCCTGACGAAAAAACATACAAAGATAATTACAAAACAATTCTCACAAAATTACAAAAAGACATTATCAAAATATTTAAATCAGAATACAAAGAGATAATAAACATTAATGATATTTTAATACTGGATAGTTCTGGAAAAGTAAATGAAGGATATAAAATGAGTTATCATATTGTTATTTCTCCAAGTGATAGAACATTATATTATACTGATGGTAAATATACAGAAAGTGCTGCGTATCATTTATTAACATTACTATTGGATTTGGATCCTGCTTATAAAGATTATCTAGATGATCAAGTTTATAGATCTGACGCCACATTAAGAATAATTGGTTCTTACAAGAAATTTAATTGTAATAGATTTTTGAAACCTGTTGATAATAAAACATTTAAATCCATTGAATTAAGTGACGAAGAAAAATTAAATTATCTATTAACATACATAAATAAAACAAGAAAAAAATTAAAGACTCCATTAATTGAACAAACTGTCAAATCTAAAAAACAAGTCACAAAAAATACGCCTACTACTACTAACATAAATGATAAATTAATGAGTTTAGTAATAAAACATCATCCAACTGCGAAACATAATGGTCTTTATAATGACATATATCATAATTTTAATTATACGGACAGGAATGAATTGTGCCCTGTAAGTGGAATTAAACATACAGGATCAAATGGTTTTTATGTTTTTGAAACAAGTAGAGGTTATTTTATGAGATGTCATTCAAGTAAATGTGAAAAAAGTAAATACATAGGTTATATTGATCCAGTTGATGATTTTATTGAAAGTGCAGAACAAATAGAACAAAAATATTTAATAACAGAAGGTGAAATAAACGAAGAACCAACTGAAACAGTTAAAGAATTGGTAAAAAAATGGTTAACTAGTGAAAAAATTAAAACAATGGCAATTCGAAGTGCAATGGGTACAGGGAAAACGACAATGATTAAGAAAATATTAACATATGATAAATCATTAAAAAAAATATTATGGATAACACATAGACAAACACTTAGTAAGCAAGTTTATGGATCGTTTAAAAAGTTTGGATTTGAAAGTTATATGAATTTAGAGGGGAATTTATACGATCAAGATAGAATAATTGTACAAATAGATAGTATACTAAGAATAACAAAATACAATGATGATCATAATTTAGTATTGAAACAATATGATTTAGTTATAATAGATGAAATAGAAGGTAACTTAAATCATTATAGTAGTCCTTTCCTTAAAAATCCTGATTATAATGCCAGACATAAATTTAAATTTATGACAGAATGTATTGATTCTGCTAAAAAACTACTTGTTTTGGATGCAGATTTGGGTATGAGAACAAAATTATTCATTAATAATTTTGAAAAATCTATTGTGGTGAATAATAATTATAAACCCATTGAAAAAACATTCACAATAACAAATAACCAAACATACTTTAATAAAAATATATTTGAAGACATTAAAAATAAGAAAAATATTTGTGTTATTTCAATGACTGCTACATATTTAAATATGATAGAAAATAAATTAAAAGAGTCTGGATGCAAGTATGTAATACATACAGGTGCATCAGATGATAAACTAAAGGATAAACTTGAAAATGTCAATGAGTTTTGGAAACAATTTCAATTCGTTGGATATAGTCCAACGATTGAAAGTGGTGTTGATTTTAATGAGAAACATTTTGATAAAATTTATTGTGTTATTAAAAATGGTCCAATGACTTGTTCACAAAGAGCATTTTTACAAATGGTTGGAAGAATAAGACAGATAAATAATCCAAATATATTATGTTTTTACAAAGGAAACAAAAATATTTGTGCAGACATTTATACTTATAATGATGTACTTAATTATTTTAGATATTATGAAAAACTTAATAAAAAAAGAATATTAGAAAATATGGAATATGATAAACAAATTATTAACGGTGAAATTAGATTTATAAGAAAAAATAATATATCTTTGTTTGATCATATTTCAATATACAATGAAGTTGAAAATTTAAACAAAAATCCTAAAATATTTATGACTGTTTTAAATAAATTAATACAAAAAAGTGGTCACATAATCAAAATAGATAATAATAACAATGATAATGTTAAAAATGAAGATGATACATTAGATAAAATAGACAAAGGTGAATTATTATCTGATATTGATGAGACTAAATATAAAATATCTGATCTCATGAAAAAACAATCACAAAACAAATTAACTAAACAAGAAAAACTAATTTTAGAAAAACACTTCTTTAAAAAGACTTTCGGTATCAAGAGTACAAAAAATAAAAAGGAATTTAAAAAATTTTATGAAGAATTTCATGATAAAGATATCTATGTTAAGAGATTTGAAAATTATTTTCAGTACAAGAATAATTATGATAATGATACAGAAATAGATGATTATAGTAATGGTAAAGAAAAGGTTAGACAAAAGATAGTGACGGATTTTTTAAATATTATTTTATCACAAAATAAAAAACAATACAAATGTGATGATATTTGTGCAATATTAACACAAAATGACTATGAAAATGCAATCGATAATATTGCTAAAAACTCGATTTATTACAAAGACGAAGAAAGTAATCGAGCTTTATTTTCTAAAAAGAAATTACCTTATAATAAAACTAAACACAGCAATAAATCTTACATAAATACTATAAAAAGTATACTTCAATCTTATGGTATTGAATTTGAAAGAGGTAAGAGAAAAAGTATTAAAGGAAAGCTTGTCTACGATTATTCTTTGTCCGTTAATGAGCAGATAAAGGATATTGTAGATTGTAAATATGGTATTATTGATACTATTGATGATTATTCAAGTCTTTTTTAAATTTTAGCATAGATATTTTGCCGAATATCTATACTAAATATATGTAATATTTTTTTATATTATTTTAAATTTTTATATCATTAAGTGAAAATAAAATAATTTGCATTACTAAAGACTTCCCAACGAGGAAAATATCAGATTCATAAAAATTAGAAATCATTGTGAAGTCTAAAAATGGAGTTGTTATTATTGTACTAATTAAACAAATTACAATGATTTTTTTTGTTTTTTTAATTATATTTTATAACTATTCTTTATCCGTTGATAAAGAGATAAAGGACATTATTGATTATAAATTTAAGTTTGTCGAAGGTCTTAATGGATTTCCTTATTAAATTGATTTTATATAAATCATATATTAAAAAATTACAACATGACCTTAAAAGTTGAACGATATTATAAACATAAAGGCGCTAGATTGTGTACACATTCTTTATCTGTTGATAAACAGGTAAAGGATATTATTTATAACAAATATGTTGTCCAGTCATAAAAATATTATTTGCTGATGAAGTTTAGAATCATTATTATCGAGTGTCGTCCAACACTAATTATTATTAAGATTTATTTTTTTATATTAGTTAATAAATCTTAATAATACATTTTGGAATTAATATTCATTACTTGAGGGTTAGATCCTCTCTTTTAATGGTTATTATTCAAGATAGGTATTATTCAAGATAGATATGTCCTTTATGATTTTAGGTAGTGTTTTTGTTTTTAATAAAATAATTGATGATATACAAATTATGTATTAATTAAAATTGATTACACACAAATGATGTTTTATCCTTAATTAAAAATTGATTATACACAAATGATGTATTAATTGAAAATACACAAATAATATATTATCCTGATTAAATAATTGAAAATACACAAATAATATATTATCCTGATTAATAATTGATATTACACAAATCATATATTATCTTGAATTAAATAATTGATATCAGACTAATAATATATTATCCTTATTTAAATAATTGATGATACACAAATCATATATATTCCAAGTGAATTATGTTTTTAATAAAATTGATTCAATAATTATATTGATCTGTACTATGCTATAATAAAATTACAATAATATATTAGAATATTATGTCTGATTTAATACCCGTATTCTTTTATCCAGGAGGTGATAAAATTGATCCAATTAATCTCCCAAGAGGTACCATATTCAAGTGGGCTGATAATTTAGGTGGAGGAATTTTAGATGGACCAATTCCTTGGGGAACTCGACGTCCGGATGGTAAATTTGCCCACACTGCTGCATCTTCAAAGAGACCTGATGGTATTCAGGTTGTGGAATATTATTATTAATATAATTTGTCTAATTATATTAATAATAATGTTTTATTTTTTTCACGGTGCTTCATATGAATCTTTTAAAAATATTATTAAAACTAAATATATTTATGCATCTCTTTACATTGATCAAAAATATTTAAGATGTGCATATCCTCTCAAGTATGTTTTTACTAATATTTACGTGGATGATCTTCCTTTGAGAGAAGATGAAAAAGCTGGTTTTGGTGCTATTACATTTATCATTGATCCAATTATTTTAAAATACAGAACTTGTTATTTTAATATTGGATGGGATGGTGATATTAATAAAAATACTATTATCATGAACAATAATGTTGATCAAGTTATTGATATTGTTAAAAATGCATATCGTTATCCATATATTACCTTGTCCGCGAGCGGCAGGTTAAATAATACAATTATTTTACCACGCATGAAGCTTTATTTAGAAAAAGAGTATCAATTAAATTTGTAACCGGTATTATTTGTGAGGATAAATATCAAAACGATGTTAGGAAATATTTAGATAAACATAAATTATCTCATGTCAAAATATTTTATAAATTTCCTAAATTAATTTGTTAAGTTTCATTTTTTTCTTTTTTAGATAAAAAAATTATCCATTCAGTATTTATAAAATCATTGTCAATTAAGGAAAATATTTTCTTGCATAAACCAAAATTCACATATTCATTTAACATATATAATGGTTTATCATAAATATTTTTACTTATAGAAACCCACCGCTCATTGTTTTATGGTTAATTATATTGGCACTATAATATTAATAATATATTAAAACCATAGACAAGATTGATAATTTAAATTTTCAAATTTTTTCACAAATTGGAAAAAACTGTGTTTACATTTTCCATCAAAAAATCTGCGTATTTTAAAATGAATCTCAAAAACTTTTTTATTGATTTTTATTTTTTTGAATTTTTAGTTTAAAAAAATTATATTTAAAATAAATATATCGATGAATTAGTACCTGAAATATTTAAAAAATAAAATATCTGATATTTTTTGTAGAAAATTATTTTGACAAAGAAAATTTTAGACAAGAAATTTATACTTATTGAGAATTTGATAATTTCACACTAGAATTTAAATGTTATAAATTTCCATCAAGTAAATTTAGAAATATCCTATAATATAAACACCTATACACCAATTATTTATGATTATGAGAAACATGAAATAAATGATTCAGCTATTGGTATTTTATATGGGTTAAAATTAAAAAATAATTTGTTTAATAGAAAAATGTTGTTTGTTTTGATTCATAATTTTATGATTCATGTTACAAATTTATCTGGTTATTCAATTGGTTTATCAGAGTTTAATTGTGATCAAATTAAAAAATTAAATATAAAAAATAAATCCAAATATTTATGGATTGATAATGTCAATAAAATCCAATTTAAATTCAATAATTTAAATTCAATAATTTAAATAAATTTATTTACAAAACAAATTTATTTTAACAGTGACTGCAAGATGGTGCTCTATAAACAACATAAATTTTAGCATTATTAATAACTCCTGTCTCGTATAGAGACAAATTATCATCCCCATAACCAATAATAAAGGATTTATTATTTTGATTTACACATATTCTTTGTTGATTTGAACTAAGATTAACCATTGATTCTATACAACGCTTAAAATCAATAACCAAAATACTTGGTTTAGTGGTCATTTTATATTTGTTTCCTGTAATAGAACAAACTGTTAAATTAATATCCGGCATCAATTCTATATTTTTTGTTAATAAACCCAACTTCAAACAATTATTTAATATAATTTCCTTGTAAGAATTAGTTAAATCGTCATTATTTACTATCCAACTATTAATAATTGGATAATTTGAATGAGTATCAATTGATTGTGTGTTAAATCTAATATGTTGAAAATGTAATCTGTCAGGATAAAATCTAGTTTCTTGATCGACTATGTGAATTGATGATCCATTTATCCCTCTGACAAATTTTAAATTATCAATTAAAATGTCTAAATTAAGCATAGTTTTATCTTTGACAAAAATAATATTTTTAACAGTCTCAAGACCAAATTCATTTCGCACACAATTAATTTTATCGGAAAAATGATTAGGATTGTTTTTTGACGATTTACAAATCACAAAAATTTTGAATATTAAATCCGATTGATGATCTCTAACATTAGATAAATATTGAAACGCTTCAACTGCTCCACTAATAGGTTTTAAATTAGAATAAATATTTGGGTGAATTTTATCATAATAAAATTCTTTGATCTTTGTATCATCACAAATTTTTTCATACATTTCTTCAAAGCTTGTAAATTCCATAGAATTTTTTTTGAATTCATCCATAATTTTTGAATCAATATCAAACAATACACTTTCAAAACTGATTCCTAATTTAATAACTTTTTTAGTCAATGTATATGATTCCATAATTTTATGATATTTTTATTATGGATAACAAATTAAAACTCTTGATGTATTTTTTTTCAATTTTTTATCGCATTACCAAATTTTTTATAAATATTTGGAATTTATTTTTTGTCACATTATTTATGTTAATAATTTTGACAAAATAGATTATGGGTAAATTTGATAATTTAAATGAAGAAGAAATGAGAACTTTATTGAAATTAATTGATAAAGAGTTATTAAAAATTAAATCAAAAAACACTTATGATTTTGAAGATAAAAATAATATCATAAAAATAATATCATAAAATATTTAGAGAATAATATAATATGTCACCAAAGCGCAGGTTAAATATCCGTATTTAATAAAAAAATGTTGGGTGTTATATTATTAAATTTGTCATCACAAATTGATCATTTTGGAGCTGATTGTTATGATTATTATCCGGAAATTGATGTTTCTTAAATTAAAAAATTAAATGATAAAAATGATTTATTTAATGGTAAATATATTAAATTTATTGATTGTGATGATTTTAATTTTTTAGAATTTTGTTTTGTATAATTAAGTTGATTAGTTATTATTTTATTTTTGTGTGATGATTATATTGATATAAAAAAACTACGCTCAAAATTTAAACAAGTTAGTTGATAAGATAAAACCTTATGTTATATTTATTTTTGCTAAGTAAAAATAAGTATAACATATTTCAAAATGTGGGTCAATTAAAAAATAATAAAATTTTGGGTAAGTGAAATATTAAGTTTGGCATTAAAAAATAAATTTTGTCTAAAATATTTTAATAATCCCAACTGATAAAAATATAAGCATGTTTTATCTTTGTTATTTCATCGTAATCATGTTTTTTTATATAATCAAATCGTAAATCAACATATAATCCTTGTTCTTTAGCGAATTCAATAAGTTTAATAGATTTATCATCGTTAAAATTTATCCATCCAGAATCCAATTCAAGACAATTATCAGTAGGTTTATCATAGACATAATATTTATCACATTTAACACGCATTGATTTTTCTCCTTGATCCATAAGTTTTTTTATTTTGTTATAATAACATAACTCGAATTTGTTATGTTTTTGTGATATTTTATCGTAATATTCTTTCAGCGTTATATTTTCCATTTTTTAATAAAAAATTATAATAAATTTATACAAAGATAATATAAAATTCAATTTTATTAATTGCGATTGCATGTTAGAGATTTATAAATGACATGAATTCTATCGTTATTTCTGATACCTAAATCATGCAAATTTATGAATTTTATTGCCAGTGATATTATAAATTTTTAGTTTAATATCAGGCATGCAATTTATATCATTTGTTAATAAACCCAGTTTTACACATTCTTTGATAATTACATAAATATATGTATTATCAGTCCAATTATTTATTACCGGATGATCACATATAGTTTCGGTAAAATAGGAACAATATGTTTTATATCTAATGTGTTGGAAAGACATTGTGTTTGGATAATATTTAGCATTACGATTAGGACTATGTACAGATGATCCATTAATACCACGTATAATATTTTCAGCGTCAATTAAAATATCGAGATTAATAATTGTTTTATCTTTTGTGAAAATAGTATTTTTTATTGCTTCGTCACCAAAATATTTTTTAATTATGTTAAATTTGCTAGATAATGCTTTGTTTGGTTTTCCAATAATATACACTTTAAATATATTATTATTTTGAACATCTTTAATTGTAGATAAATATTGATAAACTTGCAATATATTTTCAACAGGTTCCAAATCTAAATAAAAATCATCTTGTTGAATAATATCTTTATAAATCGATTTAAAGTTGTTATTACTGATAATGGAATCATACATTTCTTCAGAAGTCAAAAAATATATTGAATGGTTTTCAAACTGTTTAATAATTTTATTATTATAATCAAACAAAATGTTATCCATATTTAATCCAATTCTGATAGATTTTTTAGTAATAGCATATAATTCCATCCTTGACAAGATTATTAATACCATGAATGGTAAATAAGATAAATGTTTTTTTTTCAATTTTTATAAATTAAAAAACAAATCAATCGTTAAACTTCCTAATAAAATTTCATTGTGTGTGAATGATAAAAAAAATATCATAATATTATTGTTTTCATAATATGGTTTTAAAATCACATTACCCCCAATACAATCGGTAATCTTGCAGTACTTAACAATGGTCCTTGATAATGTCCCCCATAATTAAAACAATACAACCCAGAACAATCATTTTTCCAACCGGATACTATATATGATCCAATTGGAAATAAATTAACATGTTCTGATTGTGTTATTGAACATCTTGAACACCCGGAAATTTCATATTGTGTGTTTGTTATTGAACAATAACATAGTTTAATTATATATTTATTTGGTGCCGGTATGATAGATAAGGCATTTCCTAAATCAGAGTTATCGTAATTATAAAATTCATCAATATAATTGCCTTTGGAATCAAAAATGTAAATATTGGTTTTATCATTTTTTGCATCTTTTTGAGAACAAATAACAAATGTTCTTGATCCGATTGTGCATATACGAATTATTTTTTTATTAAAAAAAATTTACTGGGATCTTTATTGATAAAAAAAGAATTAATATTATCTTTATTTATATTTTTGTTATTGAGTGATATGTTTGAATTATTTATGGGAATAGCATTTCCATATAAATCACATGTCACAATAATATGATTTTGATTATTAAATATGGAAATTGTATCATTATTATTAATCATAAAATCACAAGCATCTTTTAGATTTGGATTATAATATGATGCCTGATTAACTACATTACAAGAAAGATAATTAACTTTCCAAGCGGGAATTTTCCTTGTAATGTTAATATTATCAGAAAAATAAATATTTATTTTATTTGGTGGAATATGTTCATAAATGTTCCGGTCATAATTTCTTGGAAATCCTAAATGCTTAATATTTTTGCTTATCTTATCTTTAATTGTACCATTAAATTTTTCATTGAAACATAAATAAATTATATTTTCTGATATATTATCAATATCTGGTACATTTATTATTTTGCGAAATCTTGGATAATATTCTAAATTTTTGATTAATTCATAATCACATATTTCATCATAATATATGAAATTTTTGAATTCATTAAAAAATTTATTCATGGATAAAAAATAAATAATTTCTTTGGATGTCAAAAATTTACAAATGTATAATATAATATCATCACATAAATTATCAATTGTTAACATTTTTAATAATATATATGTAATTATTAAATTTGGCAATGTGTATTTAAATCAAATTTTTAATTCACATTTAAACATACAAAATATTAATCTTACACACTTGTCATAATAATAATCTAATTTATTTCCAAATAAATCTAAAATAAAGATATCCAATGTGTAATATTTTTATGTCAAATAATCATTTAATCATGTTTTATCAAATTTATTAACGTATTTGAATCGAATATTTTCATTTTTATAATCATTATAAATCATATATTTATCATCGTGAAGAGATTGTTCACTATTTAATTTACAAATATTCTTAATATTTATGGCATTAACATCATAACTACCATCTTATGAATATCCTCTGCTGTTTGTGTATTAAATAATATATTATGAATTAATACGCCAAGCATTTTTTATTGTATAAACTATGTTCTATTTCTAATATATCTAATAAATTCAAAAGTTTTTTGTCCAATAAAATAATTGTTGTATTAGGTCTTTTATTTTGCCATTCCAGTTTGTAATCATATTGATAATCTATTTTTTTTACCTTGTTTTAATGTAATTTTACACCCTATTTATAATTGTATATGTACGATGCATCTATTGATAAATTGTTTTAAAAGTGATACATCCCCAATTTTCTATTCTTTTATAATCATCATAACTACCATGCTCATCCACAAAAATATTAGCACTATTATCAACTAAAAATTAGAAATATTATTATTCACTATTATTATCATTATCATCATTATCATTATCATTAATACACATTTCTTTATAAAAAATTTTAAATTGATCTTCTAAATAACAAATTAATTCCAATGGATCATTTTCACACACAGATGGACAACGTAAATCATCATGTTCAATATAATCCCATTCATAATTAAACATATGATGATTCATTGCTAAATCTATATTATCTCGATCTTCTCTATATGATATTATTAAATGCTTACCAGTTTTTTTCTCAATGATACCATAAAAATAAAATGTATTATAATCCATACAATAACAAAAATAAACACAATAAAATTTACGATCTGTTGATAAATAAAATTTGCAACTATATTCAATTTCATCCCATTCACATTTTGGTTTAATATATTTATCTTTTATTTTCTTGTGGGATAAAAATGAATTTTTTGCTTGTTTTATTAATAAAAATGCTTCTGTATCATCTTGTAATGGTATTTCATCATCATATTCGTATGATTTATGATTATCATCTAATGGTAAAAAATCATTATAAACCAATTCCAACACGGCGGAAAAATCAATATAATCTCCAAGTTTCATTAAATCATCAAATTAATTTATTTTAATATTGATAATTTGTTTCAATTTTTTTTGTAAATTTTTAGTTTATATTTATGATGATAAAAATTTAAAATTTATTATTGTTCATGTATGCGAACAAAAATTTTAGACATAAATAATCAGATACAGAATGAATCAATCACAGTCTATAACAATCATTATTGTTAAATCTAATTATGGTAATTATCAATGGTGTGGTGGTTGCGATCTAAGTAAAAACGAAACGAAGCTATTTATTCATCTTCGTCAAGTTCATGGAATCGATGATAACCTCTTATATAACTTTTCATGGTTATTATAGAAAACTGCAATATTATTATTAATAAAATTAAATATAAAGATAACCATAATATTAAACGTATTATGGTTATATCAGATTTGATTTATTTAAAAAATAAAGAATCATGTTTTCCTACAATATTTTTAAAAAAAGATAAAAATCACAAAAAATATTCTTTTTTTGATAAAAAAACGCATCCCAAACATGTTGAAAATATAGAAGCACTTTTTTTAATTAAGGAAGCTCGAAAATCATTTTTAACACACAAAAAAATAAAAGACAAATACATTAAAAAAAAATATAACAAATCCAAATTGTCGGTATATAATGTTAATACACATTTTTATTTATCAGGTGATAAAAAATTTTACGCTGTTTATATAAATGTAACAGAAAATGATTTTATGGGTTGTTGTTTAGGATATTATTTATTTGGAATTATTGAAAGATCAAGTGAAAAACATTTACTCATTGAATATGAATTTATTAGTGGAGTAAGTGAGGGGTTAAATATTATTCATAATTTATTTAATTATTGTGTAAGTGATAAATATGATGATCAAATTTCTGTTGTTGATCCACCTATTATGATTAGTATTAAAACAGATGATATCATTAATGATCATCATAAACCACTTGATATTATTGATTCACTTGAGGATTATTTTTTAACATTTTTTGAGGAATTGTCAAGTTTGGATCAAAATGATGTTGAAGAAAATTGATTTTTACATTCTAAAATCATTACTCATTTAATAATAGTATTATATCGATAATGCTTTCTATTGGCTATCGATGTTCAGGATTTGATGGTGATGATTATTATTATGCGAGTATAAATATTATACGTGGCTATGTAAAATGTACGATTGATTGTACAATTTATCCTATTGATGGATTAATAAAATTTGGAAACAAAACATTTAATAAAGATGAATTATTAGAAAAAATTAATAATATGGATTCTGATAAAGTTATTGAATTTAACAATTATAAAGGTATTCTAATGTTTAAATATAAAGACAAGCATTTAGAAATATATTCAAGTTCTGTAGATAATAGAAATAATATTACCATTATATTTGATAATGTGTACGAATTTAATTTTGAATTTACTCGAGTGATTAATAATATCTTTAAAATCAAATATTAGTAATCTTTTCTATCCAAAATTGCACAATAGTAAAATAATTTTTTATATTTTTGTCCCTATGATATCTTTCAATTATATGATCCATTAAATCATATTCTGGTTCATCATTAAGTAAATCGTCAGTTTCAAATAATACACTACTAATCTTACTAACCCATCTTATTCCTTTAATAATATCATCATAGGGTTTAACTTTTGTTTTCATATAAATATCAACACCTTTATTTAATAAAAATTTAACAATATGACTAATATCTTGATAATTTCTGTTATTAATGATATTAATCAATACAGTTGAATCATCTGTATTTTTATAATTAACAGATGCTCCAGCGTTAATTAATATTTCAGCGATATTTGTATCTGGTAAATAATCTGTTTTTGACCAATATATAAATGCATCATTTATTAAATCTGAATTTATGCCTGGTTCAATATTATCTAATAAAAGTTTTAAAATTTTAACATTTCCAGGATTTTTTAATGTGTATGATAATGCTGTACGATTTGTATTATCAAGTCTATAAATATTTGACTCATTTAATAATAATTTGACCAATTCAAAATTACTATCATTTTGTGAATATATGCAAGCACACATTAAATGTGTCATATTTATTTTATCAAATTCATAACCCAGAATAAAATTTTTATTAATATAATTAACAATTTGTTTTTTATTTAATTTACCATTATACAAGTCTTTATGCTTTATGAGAAATAAATAATTGTGTTGGTACAAAATTTTATTATTTTGAGATTGTAATTCTTGTGATACATATTCATCCATAAATTTATTTAATAATTATTAATTATTAAACAAATCTTTTTATTATTTTTTTGCAATTATTTATAATTCTTTGATAACTAGCAAAAAATTGGTTTGTATGTATTAATGGAAGAATGTTTAATATTTTTATCTATAAAAAACTTTTTAGCTTGATTTAATACTATATTATCTAACTTGTCAAATATTTTTTTCAATTTAATATCATCAAATTCTTTATCCATCTCAAAATGAGTTTGATAACCGTGATGATTTTTTATGAATTTACGATTTTCTAATTTTTTTTTATTCTCCAATTGATTATCCTCATTTTCTTTAGTATCATTTATGTGCAATTCAGGACATAAATCCAATAAATAATCTACAATTTCATCATGATTATTATCATGCGCAAATTTTATGGCTTTATAATTATCGGCTCTTACATCAGCTCCTTTGCTAATTAAATATTTAACCATTTCGAATTGACCTTCAAGAGCAGCAAATTTAAGTGGCCAATGATTATGACTAGAAATATCAGCACCATTTTCTAATAAAATTTTAACAACATCAATATGTCCTTTTTCAGCAGCTGATCTTAAAGCATAATCAAAATCAGATCTAACATCGAGCCCTTGATTGATAAGATATTTGACCACCTCAAGATAACCATTTTCTGCTGCTACTAAAAGTGCATTATCACCATCACATCTTAAATCACCACCACAATTCTTAATATATTCATATGTTTTAGGATCTGATAAACTATATCTTTTACCTAGTATAATCATATTTGCGCCATACATCATAGATTTTCCACATGGGAAATTATACATTTTGGTAATTCTTAATTTAGGATCATCAGGTAAATAAACTTCCCTGAGATAAACTCCATAAGCCATATATTCACAAATATCATCAGGTTCATTAAAATATAATAAATTTGGAACAACTGGTTTGTAACCACAATCAAATTCAAGTGGTATTTCTTCACTAGTTTCTATTATGTTCAAACCATCTTTTAATTGTATTCCATTTTTAGTTTCAGATTCATTTGTTATTGTAAAATATAACTTTCCTGTAGTTTTAATATCATTAAATTCCATTTTAGTTTCTTGTTCATTTAATAAAAATAACATAAGACCTATAAATATCAATTTTTTAAAATTAAATAAATGATCATATATTAATGATGTATGTAAAAAATTGAATAATATATGATTAAGACTTACTATTATTTTATTTTAATATCAGTTACTTGATAACTATATACATCCAAAATCATGGCTTCGTGGCTTACTACTTATAATCAAAAAAACCAAATCAATGAATCTGTTTTGATTACCAAAATTAAAACACTTGATAGTACCACATGCGATCTCATTACACAGGCAATAGTGATTCAGTGCGAATGCGAATTTGATTGGGATTTGGCTGGTGAATGCATTTGTGACAAAATTCCATTCGATCAAGTCAAATGCATGGGTCAAGTAAAATGTTTGGATTTTGCAAAGATTATTAAGGAATTAACGGGTGGTATTATTTCCTCAAAAAGCTTACGGGATATGTATGATTATATATCATTTATTTTGGGCGATGAAGACACTTTTAATTTTCCATCAGAGTGGGATTTTACTTATCATAATAGGTATGTTCTTGTACCATATTATTTTAATGATAATGATTCACAAATAAAAATGATAAGAGGTTTTTGTTTTTATCCCGACGAACTATCTTACATTAAACCACTGATCATAAAATATCTTTGCGAAAGAAATCCTTCAATTGTTTATCTTGATTAATTTCAAGATAAACAAATCATTCTTTTTTACGGTAAATAATCATTTGTCTTAAAAAAAATAAATAAACGGATTATTTATATAATTTTTGAAAAAACATAATTATATTTAGCGCTTAAAATCGCCAAAATTTTATTTTTATTTTTGGATTAATATATTTCTTTTTTTTTCGTAAAATGAATATTAAATATCTAACATTTTTAAGTATTTAACCTTTTATTTTTTGATTGAATTTCCTTCCAAAGGTTAAATAAGTCACATTATTAGGTATACATCCTTTAATGGATTGATTAAAATCACATCCAAATCTTAAATGAGTAACACTATTCGGTATACATCCTTTAATGGATTGATTAAATTTATATCCAAAAGTTAAATGAGTGACACTATTAGGTATACATCCTTCTATGGGTTGATTAAAATCATGTCCAAATTCTAAATGAATTACACTATTAGGTATACATCCTCCTATGGGTTGATTGAAACACGATCCAAATTTTAAATGTGTGACACTATTAGGTAAACATCCTTCTATGGGTTGATTAAAATCCCATCCAAATGTTAAATGTATAACACTATTGGGTATACATGCTTTTATTGGTTGATCAAAGCCATTTCCAAATCTTAAATGAGTAACACTATTCGGTATATTTGTATTATTGGTTTTATATTTAATATTTTTAAATCTGGAGTAATAAGGTAAATCCTTTATTTTATTGTAATCATATACTTCATTGAATTTGATATTAAAAATAAATTGTCTAAAATCTGTATTGGTTGAGCATAAACTTATTTTATCTTTATCGGACAAATAATCAAATATTTTCATTTGTACATCATTATTAAGTATATCAAGTATCGACATTTTTATTATTATGAAATGTATTACATAATAACAATAAATATTTTTTCAATTTTACCAATATACTCTTTTTAGTAAAGTTAAACGTACCAATTATTAAATTAATTTATAACATTAAAATAATTTCCATATCTTAATCAGGAACAAAACCATAATCTAATTACTAAGCCATTAAAAATAGTTATTCCGTTATAATTTATAATAAAATAATTATTTTGATTAGATAATTAAAATGTTTGTCCATTCAAAGCATCTTCAATAATCATTGTTTCCATAGCATCTCTACCGACTTTCATTTCATTAAGATGATTAACAATTGCAAGAAGATTACCTTTAGTTTGAGTTACTAAGTTTTTTAGTGCCATTTTTTCATCTTCATCTTCATCAGAATCATTAATCATAGATTGTAAATCCAGCATAAACATTGCGGTTCCAATTTCTCTTTTTTTCAGATCAGGTGTACTTAATTTATCAATATCATCCATAATTTTAACTTTAAGAGCATCATTTAAATCTAAAGCGAAAGTAATTCCTCTAATAAACGATTTCTTTATCAACGCTGACGGATAATATCTGGACATATCTCCTGTTCCTGTTACACAAGAATATTTTGAATAAAAATTACCAGGAATTTGATATTGTGGTAAATTACGTACAAATACCTTATTAAGAATTTCAATGTCTGGATTATGAGGAACAAATAAAGAATGAACAAACACTACATCAGCTTCAACTTGACCTTCATAATCAGGATATTTTGATTCAATAATATCAACAGAATCTGGTATTAAAACCAGAGCCAATAATTCAATGATTGGATCCATATTATTTTTTACACAAACTACTTTTTTGAATCCTATTTTTTTTTGAGTAAAATGATAAATTTTATCGCGATCTGCAGCTATCATATCAAAATCTCCAATAGCTTTTATAACTGTTTCTCTTAAATATACTTTTTCACGGTTATCATTATATTCTTTGACCGCTAATTTAACAGGATCAGTGTATGAACCTACTGATTCTTTTTGGGAAGATTTATTTTCAGATTCTTTATCTGAATCATCGTCCGAATCATTAGAAGAATCATCATCACTAAGATTATTATTGGATTCATCAATAGATTCTTTTTGTGATTTTTCTTGATTTTCTTCGAGAGAAATTGCACTAAATTTATCACTGAATTCGTCTATAGATTCTGTATGTGATTCATTTTTATCTTTTTCAATAACTTCAGTTTGAGTATGATCCTGATTTTCTTTTTTACCACGATAACGCAGACCAGAAACAATAGTCGTCATTGCAGCAAACACAATTGATATTAATAATATTCTGGGTATCATAAATTGGTTAATTGATATTATTAATACTCTAAATAAATACGATTGATGGTTTATTTATCAATTTTTTTGTGAATGCTATAATAAAATTGAAAAATAAATAATTAATGTGTTCTATGACAATATCCCATAATATTATTATCCATAAAGTACACAATCTTATAATAATGACAGATAGCACCACAAGAGATTACTTATTTATGGCATTGGTAATAAATCCAATAGTAGCTCCTTATTTATTTGCTATAATTGGAGCAATTGGTTCTGTTATTGGCGTAGAAATTATGCAAATGTATTTAAATTATTGTACAAGTCATGGAATATATGTTGATCCAAGCGGTGGTGCTGCATATGGCATTTATGGTATGATTCTAGGATTTATTGGTATCTATGTATTTTTATTTGTTTTATTTATTATTTATTTAATATGTGCAAAAAAATAATAAATTTGTTGAATTAATGTTTGTAATAATTATTATTATAAATATTAAAATAAATTTTTTATTCACGCAACATATTCAATATATTTAAATGCAGAATAATAATTAAATAATTTTTTTATTTTGTCATGATCATATTGAAGAAACAAATAAGATAGCTCTGGTATATTCAGCATTAACATCAACCCCTTCTGATAATAAAAATTTTACCATTTCAAGATTACCAATATATGAACCATACTTTATAGCAAAATTATTTAATGGCTGAGCATCAAATTTATTTGCATAACTTTTTTTATCAAAAAATTAATCAATATCATTATTGAGTTTTATTAAATAAATATGAAAATGGATATCTTACCTCTTTATCCAAATTATATCTTTTTGCAAAAATAAACAATTTATTTTCTTTTGCAAAAATGTTCCAATGACTATTTTTAATATCTTTGATTGTTGACCATCCTGCTATGCTTTCATCGAAAAGAGTTTTACAATTTGTGACTTTAAATTTTTCTTCTAGTGTTTCATTACTCACAGCATCTTCAAAACCAATATTTTCAGGTTCAAGCCAAACAGATTCACATTCATCACAAATAAGTATCACATTATTATTTGCCACTGCTAATGTATAAAAATAACGATAACCTGATGAACATATTGGACAAAAAGCTTGTTCGTCTCCGGTTTCATAATTATGTTGCATTTAAATATTATATTAATTATGGACGAGTTTATAACAGATATTAATTTATTCAAATTTATTTAATAAAATTGAAAAAAATATTCTCTAAAATGATTGTGTAATTATATATATATATTATTAATAAATAGAAACACTATTTGCAACTATAATGTCTGACAAACCGATTAATCTTAACCTTCCTGGAATCACTACTCCTTCTAATCTACAAGCTAGCTTTCTCGCTGGTGGCACTGTTGGTGGATTGACAGCATACAGTGCAAATGCTTCATATCACAAAGATCTTAATTCTGGAGCCTTCTTTGGAGGATCTGGTTCATATACCGAAATGTCTGGTTATGGTAAAAAAATGGGTGGAGGACATATTGAAGCTTATGTCGGATACAATTTCCTTCGTCGCAAATAAATTGTACCTTTAAATATTATCTTAATTAAATTAAGATATTATTTAATAAATATTAGTGATTATGGTTATTCATTGTGTCTTTTTTTGGAATCTGTTTTGCAAAATCTGCACTTGAATCTTCTACGAAATAATGACTCTGGTTCTCTTAAATAATCATACATACATTTGCTACATGTTATAATAATTTTATCTCTTCTACCAAAATATTTAATGTTTGTATATATTAATTCTGATCCATATCTTGCCTTTAATTTGTCTATGAAATTTTTTTCAAGAATAAATCTTTTTTGTTCTTTTGTGGAATAACAAATATCACATCCTTTTTTATAAATTAAATGCGAATTTGGTTTAATATTAAAAGTATGTCCACAATTATTACATTTTATTTTTACTTCAACCACACGCGTTTTATAATCAACAAATGAATAATCATATTTATCTCCATGTATTTCTTTGGCTTTATTAATGAATTTTTCCTTTGCTGTTGATTCCCGGTTCAATAAAAATTTATTTCTGTTAAAATTAAAATAATCAAAAGTTGAACCATGGAAACTAGTATTTTCATCCAATAAATATTTTTCAAGTGATTCAAAATTCATTTTGACTATTATTATTATAGATTAAATGGGTCATCTTTATCATTATTAATTCAATTTTTTTAATTAAATAAATAATTACAAAATAATTTCCATATTTTTTATAATTTTAACTGGTTCATAATTAATCTTAATATTATTTTTGAATAAGTTTTTATCTATTTTTCTTATTTTAAATGTATTATTTTTTATTTTATCATGTTTCAAAGTCCAATATGTATGTTTTTGAGTATTTGGTTGTGTTTCAGAATAAATTTTTATTAATTTTTGTATGCAATCAAGATTTTCTTGTTTAGCACCTAATGTGTACCAATGAATAGCTTCTTTAATATTAATATTTTTATAATAGTTGCCCAAAAACAATTGGGCAAACTCGTAATGATTTTTTGCCGATTCTGTTAGATATTTAAGACTTTTTTCTTTTTTACCATGGTCATTATAATATTGTGATAGTTTATAACTTGCAATTGGATCAAAATTTTTATGCGCAATTTTTATATATTTAAGTAATTCTTTGTCGTGATGTAAACCATTAACAGCATAATTAAATAAACCATATCTAAGATTTTGTTCTGCTGCTTTTTGATAATAATATATAGATGTATAATTATTACATTCCACAACTATTCCATAATTATATAAATAACCCAAATTACTTTGTGCCAAGGCATTTCCTGCCTTTGCTTGAGAAATAATTTCGGGAACGATTTGTTCCAGAATTTCTAATTCTATTGCATAATTTTTATAACAACAAAGTAATACATACACATATCTTTGATCTGCTTTGGATTTTTCGACAATATTTTTCCAATTATAAATATCTATATATTTATTTATTAGTTCACTTAATCCTAAATATAAATATAAATCCACCACTTTTTCTTGAAGTGATTCATCTGAATTGGATGAAATAACTAGATTTTTTATAAATTTATAATCAAAAGAATCGAGTTTATTTTTAATCAAATTGTCCATTTTTATATATTGTGATCAAGATATACATATATATTAAACTTTTAATCTTTCAATTTTTCTAAATGCGAAATTAAGTATTATGTAAAATTATAACTAAATCTGGTTTTATAATAAAAACTTCTGTTTCTAAGTGTAATATTTACAGGAAAGCTGTAAATAATATCCTAGAACATTTGGTCTCTATTTTTTGATATAGATTTACGTAATTTTTCTATCTTTTTTCTAGTTTCTTTTTGATAATCAGATGAAGATATACCACCATTATATTATTCTAAATCCTAAATAATTTTTATTTCTACGAATTTAATTATTCAATTTTTGTACAATGCTCATCAATAAGAAAAATTGAAATTATCATATATTGAAGATTCTGTGTAAATATTAAATAATTAACATTTGATTAATTATATTGTCAAATATTCGTAATGTCAAAAATTGATATTTCCGATTTGGATCAATGTGAAGTTGTTCGTAAATTATGGCACAGACAAAGAATTAATTCACATTTTCCTATCGATTATTCAACTCGTAAACCGTATTCAGAACCAACCTGTGAAGAAGTTTTTAAAGAACTAACGCACAATAATAAAATTGATTATATTAATGGTCGTTGCATTAAAATTGATTTTACTAATCTTGAAGAAGTTGATACATCTCCTTACAATAGTAAAGATGGCTGTAATACTGGTGAAAATGCTTTTGAAGAAGTTATCAAAAGCATTAGATATCGTAACTTAGCTCGTGTTATTGCTCTTTCGTATTTACAGACAATTGAAAATAATTAATATTTATAATAATTAAATTATCATAAATATTTATTTTTTATAAACATGGTTATTATCACGCTGTCTATTATAATTTTCATGTTTAATTGTGTAATCGGAAAATTCAGTGAATTTTATTATTTGAAGATCTCGTTTGGGAATAGTATGTATTAATTCTGTATCTATTTTTCCATGTCCAATATATTTTTTCTTTTTGGTATCTTTTTTAGGAATAAGAGGCAAAGTTTTTCCGATAATAACTGCATTAAATGCTTCTCTTTTTTTAATATCATTATATTCTTCATCTTCTTCAGAAGGATCAAATAAAGTATCACATCCATTTGGACAACGAATAAAAACACCATAACAAACACCGGGATTTATAGTAGACCAATCATTTTCATAACGCATTTCTTCATCATAATGTGATACTCCACACTCACAACATTCATAAATATATGTTGGTTTGAACATAGTTATTTTGGCAGGACAACATCTAAATCCATTTTCCTCTGCCCAAGTATAAAATGCACGTCTGTCTTTTCCTGTTCTCGCATTAACAATTAATAATTCACCTGATTTTGGAATATTATTATTTAATAAATCCAACATATAACCCTTTGATGAATTTTGTATTTTAACTTTTTCTCTATGACTTTTGCATTCGTCTTGTAATTGTTTAAAATACCAACCCATGTTAGCTGATTCAGCTATCGGCATCATTAAATCAAATAAATCCATATCTTTCTTTTTTAAAAGATTAGGATTGATTGGTTTAATTTCATTTATTTTGGTGACAATATTACTTAATAATCCAACAAATTCAGTATCTTGATTCATTTATAATGTTGTAATTAATTATTATTTAGATTAAACAATAATTAATCAATTTTTTTAATAAAAAATAATAGATCTATTCAAAAGTATCCAAGTATTTTGATAATGAAGATTTACTATTTCTTTAATAATTTTATTTTCGTCTCCAAATTCAGTTTTATATTTATAATGGAAATGAAATTTTTTGTGTTGTGAGGAATCACTTAATGCTGCTTGACGATTTTCTCGTAATATTTTCAACTCGTTTTGTAATATTTTTAATTCATTTTCATCACGTACCACTTGATAAATAAGTGGAAACAATCCATTAAAAAATTCACTTCGTATAATTTGTGGTTGTAATAAATTTATCACACCTTTTGTTTCTTCAATATTGTATTTTGGATAAATATTTAAAATTCTAGTCACAATTTCTTTTAAATCATCATTATATTTATTTATTATATTCATAAAATAAGTTTCCACATCCATTTTATTTTAATAAACTAATAATAAACTAATTATGATGTTTCCGTTTCAATTTTTTCCTTAATAGATTCAGGTTCATTAATTGATGTTGCAGTGGTAAAGTATTTATAATGTACGCATATTTTTATTTTTGGATTAAAAGTGTAGACAATAAATGACATCTTAAAATCACAATCAAGATGATATTCTGCACCAATATTTTTATTTTCCATAAAATTTATTAGATAATAATCATTTTCTTTTTTGACACTAGAACTAGCTATTAAGGTCTTGTCTTCTAATAAATCAACTCGATAAATATCATTATCTTCGCTATTTTTAACTTTTAATTTAATATCAAATATACAATTTATTTTTTTGTGCGCGCAAAATTCATTATTTCCTTTTGTCGTATATTTGTAATATTTACCTAAATTAATAGCTGGAAATTTAGCATTTATATCATTAAGTATTTCATCTACCGTAAATATAAATTTATTGTCCTCCTTATATTTAATCTTGTAAGTAAAATTAAACAAAGGACCTGATTTATCAACTAATTTGTATAAAATATTATTACAATACAATGAATCCTTTTCCGCAAAAGGAATAACATTTTTTATTATTATATCATTAGAAATATATATACTATAAAAACCTGACTTAATTTTTTCTAAATATAAACAAATCAATCCATTTTTTTTATCAATGCTAACAATACCTAAAGTTAATAAATGGTCATAATTTAAATAATATTGATAAGATGCAAAATTAATATTTATGCCGATGTCCTTTATGTATTTTATATCATCTACCACAAATATCAAAACGGAAATTTTTTCTACATTATTTATTTTTTCATAAATTGTATAAAGATCAGTATGGATAACATTAAATTTTAAATCATTTTTTTGCATGCCATATCTATATTTAATTGGTATTTTTGGGTCATTATGATTAATATTAAAATTTATAATTTTGATTTTTGATATATCCAAAAATTCATCAAATGATAAATCATGATTATATTGATAATAATCTAATTCCAATTTTAATTGGTCTGTTATTTCATAATTATTTGGATTTTTTATGAATGCCAAAACTTCTGCAAATAACTCAGGACACCTATCTATTAAAAGATTTGAATAATCTGTTACAATGTGATAATTAAAAAAATTTTCAAAATATTTAAGATTACAAACGAGTAAATCTTTATCCACAGTATATATTATTCCACCAATATTAATATCAATAAATGTATTTTTTTCAAGAATATGATATTCTTGCAATATGGATCTAATATTTTCTATATTAGAAGGCAAGTATAAAGTTCTTAAATAATTTAAAATAATCAAAACAGTTTCACTTGGTAAATCTAATACGAGTTTGTCTTTGATTATTTTTTCTGATAAAATTTTATTTTTAGATAATGTTGATCTAGTTGTTTGTAATATTTTATCTTTACAATGAACAAAAATAATATCAGACATGATAATAATATGGTGTAACTGATTTTTTAAGTTAAAAAATAATTAAATACTTATTTAATGTAAATAAATATTCAATTAGTATTTGGTAAATTTATTTGATTGATGTTTTTTAGTCTTCTTAGGAATTCTTTGATACATTTTTCTTTGCATAATCTTATTTTGGTGTTTTTTATCGGATTCATATTTTTTATTTTCTTCGCGCTGGAAGATTATTTGAAAATTTTGGTTGAAAAATTGTTCATGCATCATATTATTGGAATGCACAATCATTTCTATTAATCCAAAATTATAATTATGATGATAATGAGTACGTTTATTAATTTGTAATTTATCAAACATAATATTATCATCCGAATCTAAATCTGGATCAAAATCAGCCGGACTTGAATAAATTGTGAAATGTTTTGTTTTTGGTTTTATCAATCCTAATTTTATTTCACAACTTACAATCCAATAAATATTTTCATACATATTTTTAAAAATTGGATTGTTGACAAGATCAGGACTCAATTCACCAATTTTATTTCTTGTTTGTTCCAATGTTAAATTTGTATTTTCGTGTAAGATATGGGAGACTATATCATGGATACCACTAATACAGCTGTGCATTATTATTATTTAATCATATTAAATAATAATAATAGTGTAAATATGGAACTGCTAAAATATTATTTTTTCAATTTTTATTATTTTTATAGACACTATATAATGTGGCAGATTCTTGTAAATATTCAATCGGTTGTTTTCCTGAATTTTTTTCACGTAATAAAGGACAACATTTTTTAACAAAATCTCGATAATTTAAATTTTTGTCTTTTATTTTTTTAATGATTTCATTGTTATGTTGCTCTTTATTTTTAACTTTATTATTTTTATTTATTTTGTATTTAAATATTTCAAATTGTGCATATTCTTGATCTGTGCATGAAATGGTTGCTTCATATTTTTTTTCAAGATCATTTTTTAAATCTTTTAAACATATTCCTGTTTCACAATCTTCACATTCATCTTCTCGATTATGTTCTCCTTCAAAATATAATTCTGCATCAATAATTACTCCTTCAATATCTGAACTAACATATATCCATATTTGTTTATGATAACTTTCACCACTTCCATATTCTATTATTTTTAAAAAATATATATTTTTTGGTGAATCTTCAAATTTTACTCTTGTACAAATATATTGAAGATTTTCAGAAGTATACATTTTTAATAAACCATATTTACTTTTCTCAATTTTATCCACATTAAAATTTTTATCTAATTTATTACACTTGTTAACAGCGTCTGTTTTAGATTCGTAAATACCAATAATTTGATCTTCTAAGTCATCAAGATTATTAATTTCCCACACGATATATCTATACATTATTAATATAACAATAATATGATTATCCCTATAATAATAATAATTCAATTTTATTATTTAAATAAAAATTAAATTAATGATACCATTATTATCATTAATTTAATCAGATCTAGATAAAGGTCTAGTCTTATTCCTACCATTATAAATATCACAAGTCTTTGTCAATAAATTTTCATATTGAATTTCTTCATCTTGTTCATTATAATAATCTTCTTCATTAAACAATCCATTACAATCAAGATAAATATTATCATACATAAACTTTTGAAGTCCTGTAGGCATTTTTTAATATCATATTTATATAACGATATCATCAACATAATAATTTTTCAATTTTATAATATTCCCGATAAAAGTAATAATTTTTTGGTACCATAATAAATTCCCACACTTCCAAAAAATAAGCCTGAACCTATTGCTATACAAGCTGTGATGGCATAAGCTGCTGCAACACCTATCATACCTCCTATTAATGCGACAGCTAATGTACCACTACGATCAAAATAACCTTTTTTTTCTTGGTGATGGATATATATACTCGCACCAACAAGTCCACACACCGCACCAATTGTGCTAATACCTATTAGGAACAAATTTGGTTCTGACATTAATACTTTTTATTATTATTTAATAATTTTATCAAACAAAAATAAATTCAATTTTATTCATCACTATTTTCTAATAAATTCTTAATATAATTTATTATTTCTGTATTATTTATTTTTTTAGCTTCCTTTATTGCTTTTTTACCATATTTTTCATAATTAGCACCATATTCCACTAATATTTTTGTCATATTTTCTGAAAAATTATATGATTTTAAAAATAATTCATCAATGAATCCTTGATCCATTCCTATTTTTGAATATATCTGGTATAAAATAGGTTCTAAATAATAATTAATATCATCATCATTACCAACTTCATCAATAATAATGTATACTAATTTATTTTTTAAATTTTCTACTTTAAAATCTGACAACAATATTTCATATATTTCTGGACAAGGTGTGCATCTAAATAAAATATCATAAAATAAATCCATTTTAATTTTTTATTGTATTCAAAAAATTCACGTAACGAATCGTATAAAATTTTATTCTTGACATCATCAACATCCATGTTATCAAAAAATGATGATAATTTTTTCAAAGTGTATTTAAAAAAATCAGGATTATTTCTATAAGCGCATAATTTTAATATTTCATGAAGATCTGTAAAATACATATCTGTTAATATTTTATCTGATTTGATGTGATATTTATTTGTGAAATATTTCGGACTTGAGGTTAAACATTTAGTTAACTTTTTAATAAATAACCTTAACAATTTTTTTAAAATTTTTAAGTCAAGTGTCATAATTGGATTCGTATTTGGACCACCTATTCCATTATTTATACATAAACTTAATGTGGATATGGAAAACAAGTTGATGAGAAGAGATAATGTTTCATCTGATAATTTCTTATATATTTGATTAAAAACAGAACATAATCCTTCACAATTGTATGAATTTTCAACAAACGGATAATATTTTCTTAAAAATATTTCAATATGTTCAATTATATTATTGTTTAAAATATATTCAAAATATTTTTCATAATTTGCGTGTAACATTTTATTTCTACAAAAAAGTTTCTTGTCCTTTACTTTTATTATAAATTTCATAAACAGTATTGCATATTTTATTTTAATATTAATACATGCACCATATTTTATTTTATGATATGATATAGGAATGGATATTTTATTAGAAATAACAAATCTAGTTTTATGACCCACATTAATAAAATATTTATCATATGATGATAAACATTCACAACTAATATAATGCGGAAAGTATGTCATTATTATAATTGAATTTAATAGATTAATAACATGAAATAAATTATTCAATTTTATACACAAACATTAAATAAAAAGTTGAAAAAATTTTATATAATTGTGCATGCATAAATTATAAAAGTAAATGGATATTACAGAAATATTAGATGATAATTTATTGTGGTATATTCTTAATTTTAATGATGATAAATCTAAGGCTTTATTTTTATCAACTTGTCATAAAATACGAAAATTATTGATTAATAGGGTAAGATATAATAAAAAATATAAATATGATAAAATTAAACATTTATCATATTTTAACCAATTTGATAATATAAAATATATATCACATGATATTAATATTCCCAATGGAATAACACGATTAATATTGGATTTAATGTTTATTAATCCGGACCATGATATTGTTGACAGACAAATAAAAATATCTGTTCCTGATAGTGTTAAATATTTAACATTTATGGGTAAATCTTGTTTAAATGAGATACAAATTATATCTGATGGTATAACATATTTTAAATTTGGGAATCAATTTAATCAACCTATAAAAGGATGTATACCCAACTGTGTACAACATATAAAATTTGGCGAAAAATTTAATCAATCTATAAAAGGATGCATACCTGAAAGTGTTATTAGTTTAACATTTGGAAAAGATTTCAATCAATCTTTGGAGGGATGTATCCCAAAAAATTTAAAGGAATTAACTATAACTAGTAAATCATTTGAGGAAAATAAATACCACATTAGTCCAAATATCAAAATTATAAATAATGATCCTCCAGAAATTTATAAATCTCGTACTAAATTTCACGTTGATAAAGATACAGATTATCTTTATCAATACTTTATGGATGAAGAAAAATTTATGGATAATTTATACAATGAATATATCAATAATTTATAATATATATATTTTATAATACTTATATTATAGATCCTCTGTTTTGAGACGTTTATTATGTATTTTCATAATATCTTTTTTAAGTTGCCTTTCTGAATAATTTTTACACAGGTTGAAATAACAAAATGCATTATTTCCAGGCTCTATATTTTCATCCTTAATATATATTTTTTCTTTACAGGCATTCCATAGATGTTTTGCATTAGGTGTATATTTAATCTTCAAAATAATTTCACCTTTTGGATGATTTTTATAATATTTAGACATAGTGGTTGATTTGGATTTATTTGTGATTCGAATTGCTTTATAATCATAAGTATCTCTCTTCTTAGAAGGTTTATCATTATTTCTAGCAATGTAAAATGATTCTTCATTTTTAGGTTCATCACTTGGTGGAACTCTTTCGTTGACTACCACATTAATTTTCCGATTAGTATCTTTGGCATAACCAAGGACTTGATTACCCTGTTCCAGTAATTTATTAATTTGTTTTTTTTGTTCGTCAATTTTTTTAGATAATTCTTCAATTTTATCATTTTTTTCTTCAATGATACCATTCATTTTTTCTTAAAATTTTTGAGATTCTTTTTTGAACTCATTAATTAAATAAGCATTAACTATATCACTTACTTTCACAGCAAATACAGGATTACACCAAGATGCAATATGTGGGACAAGTTTAGGATGAGCATATGAACCACGTGTTTCATTAAGACCAGTAGTTATTTTTACAATTAATAGGTCAATACAAATTAAAATGTTTGTATTTTACTACAGCGATAATTTCTTTCACATTTTTACCATTTTCATAACTATTAAACACACAAAAATTTTTTAATCGATAAAATTTTTCGTGGTAAATATCAAATTTACGACTTTTAATTTTATAACAAGCTATAATTAAATCATGAAGTGTAATATTATTTTTATCAATTTCATACTCAAACCAGCAATGAAGTTTCCAATCTAAATCACGAATTCCTTTAACACTTTTATTAATATCTTGGTCATTTATTAATTTTAATTTTTTTATGTCAGTAATTATAAGATCTTTCGGTGAATTATTAGACAAATATTGATGCAATGATCTTATTAATTTTTTGTTTTTGTAATAATAATCTATATCCACACCCTCATCAATATAATCTTCATCAGTTTCTTTTCTGATCTTATAAAAATATTTATTGTCTTGTGTGAGATTTGATTCAAATGGTATATTAATATGTGGATTAACATTAATATTATTTTCATCATCATAATCATTCTCAACTTGAATTTGTTCATATGTTTTTTTCATTTTTATATAATCCAACATAGTTTCATTATATATATATTTTATGATTTCGTATAAATTTTTTTTATTTTATTATTGTTGGACCCAAATACAAATTATTATTTATTATATAGTGCATTAATATTTATAAAAACATAAATATCAGTATTGTCATTTTTTTAATCAATTTTATATTTGTCTAAATTCAACATTATATTTTTTAAATATATTTTCTATTTTAACACAATCATTATCGTCTGGTACATCAAATAAATATATACGTTTATTTTTATCAGGATATTGATCTGAATATGCTAATATTTGCCCGAGGGCTGCTTTCCAGTTATTATATGTTTTTATTTCAACAATATAATTTTTTGTAAGTAAATCTATTTTACCACAAGATGTTGGAACTTCTGTCGTTCCCCCTAATTTTTTTTGTAATTTCAATTTTAATTGTTTTTCTTTACAATTATTAAAATCAAAATTTATATTTTTTATTGATTCCCAATATTTAGTATTATTTTTTTTGGAATAAGATTTCCATTTTTCAATCCATAAACTTATTTTGACTGAAAAATCAATACTAAACCATTGAGCGATATGTGTTAGTAATATAGGATGTACGTATGTACCACGTGTATTATTTAAACCATTATTTTTTTTCGTTATCAATTTTTTTTTTGAGATATTAATTGCTTGAGAAATTTCATCTATTAATAATATTGATGATTTATTTCTCAACCAAGCTTTAAATTCTTTAGTTGTATCACAAGATTTACACATTTTTGTTATGTTAACATAACCATTAGATTTATCAATTATCACATCAAAATCTCCATATTGACCGAATGAATATTTTTCATCAATATCTTGAAATATAATGTTATTAATATGTGTTTTATTAATCATTTTATAAATACTTTTACGTTTTCCTCTTTTTTAATTTGTATTACTTTATTTTCTATCTCTGACTCACTCGATTCAGATTCTGATTCATAATTTTTAACTTTTTAATTAATTTTTTCTTCTTTTTAACAACTGGAATTTCTATTTCAGATTCGGACTCGGATTCAGAATATTTATTCTTTCTGGTTTTACTTGAATATTTTTTTGACATGATAATCTTATAATAATCATTTTATAAAATGGATATTATAAATATCAATTTTTTAATATCTACAAGGATTTTTTGTAGTGGATTTATTATTTTTTGGAATATTTTTGAAATATTTGTGATGATTTTTATCACAATATTTAATCTTTGATTTAGCTTTATTATCATTAGTAATAAATTTATCTTGCGGACTACTATTGGATATAAAAATTAATGTCCCTCCATAAAATTCTCTATTATTACGAATGAAATAATTACATTTGCATATTTTATTGTTTACAACAATATTTGTTTTATGATGTCTGATTTTATCATACAAACATCTACATATGGTGACTTGAATAATATATGAAGGTATTATTATATTTTTTATTCCAGAACATTTTATTATCAGATCTGTAATAATGACTGGTATTGGTTTATTGTCAAATTTGTAAATAATTCTCTTGAATCTCGTCAAATAATGTAAATTTTTTATTACTTCATAATGGTGTGGTTCTGTGTAATATAATTTATCCAGAAAAAATCTCATATGACGATTAATTGAACCAAAAATAATTTTATCTCTGTCAGATAGATAATTCATGATGTACATAATAATATCATCATTAAGGAAAAACGAATTCATTATATTAATACACTCAAATATTACTTTTTTTGACAAATTAAATATCAATTTTATTTTCAAATTATTTAAAAAATGAACGTGAAATATTATTAATGGATAATAATTTTGACATAATATTTCAATTGGTTCAAAATAAATTTTTAGATATCGATATTGATAAAGACGAAATTAAACTAATTTTTAATGAATTTTCGTGTGAAGATAATATTGAATTACTTGTTGATAAAATTTCTTATAAATGGATTAATGATAAATTTTATGATTTATATAGCAGTTCAAAAGATGTTACCATTTATTTAAAATATATTGATGTAAATTATGATGAAGGTATTAATATATTATTAGCATGTCAAAATAATGATATAGAAATGTTAGAAAAATTGTTAAATTTAAAACCATCAATTGATTTATCAGATATATTAGCTTCTAGTTTACATAAAGGAAATTTGGATCAAGTTAAAATGTTAATGTCATATGGTGCAGATCCATCAAAAATTGGACCTTATACAACTGCATTTTTTAATCATAAACATATTACATTATTCTTATTAGAACATGAACGCGCACAAGATTTTTTCGGAGAAAAATATGCTTGTTATAAAAATGAATTTAATCTTTAACAATTTTTATAAATTATTAAATATTAAATTAAAAATATTTCAAAATAATGTTTTGATATTAAATGTCATTGATAGATACTTAACTTTATCATGTCCCTCTCTGAAGCTAATTCCAATGCAAAATATTATTGGCATTTTTATTTGCACCATTTTCTACCAAATATTTAACTACTTCAAAATGTCCATTCTCTGAAGCCCATCTTAATGAACAATCATCTTGTTCATGAATATCTGCTCCATTTTCTACCAAATATTTTACCACAGATAAATAACCTTTTTCTGAAGCCCAACCCAATGCTAAACTATTGTCGGCACAAACATTCACTCCAGATTTAACCAAAAATTTTACCACTTCCAAATAGAATAATCATCTTGTTCATGAATATCGACTCCATTTTCTATTAAATATTTAACTACTTCAAGATATCCATTTTTTGAAGCCCAAAATATATGTTTTGGATTACTAAAATATAATCTATCTGGAACACATGATTCATTTTGGGTAATTATTAAATTTACCTTGAAGAACATTTAATCCATCAACATATTGATGATCATGATGATATTTTGTACTATTAATTATTTCAAGATATATTTCCGAAGACATTTTTTAATGTTTATAAAATTAAGCATCAATAAATTATTTCTAATATTTTTTCTATTTTTTTAATTAAAAAAATATTAATAATGTATTAAATAATTATAATGTGTTGACTAGCTTTTAAACATTTCAAGATATTTTCTCCCAGTTGGCATCTATCAAGATTCTCTATTGAATGATATTTTTCAATACATTTCTGAATGTATTGTTCATCATTAGGTATTTTAATCATTTCGTGAAAAAATTCTATTTCTTCTCCACACAAGCTAATTTTATCTATGACTTTATGAAAATATTTTTCGACATGATCTTTGTATATTGATTTAAATTGTAAATAATCTCCTTTATTCATAGGAAAATAATCACCAAGAAATGATCCTAAAAAGACACACAAATAATAGTTTTTCTCCATTTTGTCAGATAATAATTTTTTAAAGTCTTCATATTGTTTTTCTACAATTTGTTTCATTATTGCCTGAAAATCCATGATTATTTTTATGATACTATTTTAAATATCATCAAGCTTTCAAAATTAAAAATTTTCAATTTTTCGGTGCAAAAATATATCATAATTATATAGTATAATGAATGATATTGGTTCATGGATATTTATGACTGCATTAATTTTTTTAATAATAATAATATTATATTTCACGACTCCTGTAAATAATCCAGAAGTATGGATATATGTGGGAATCATTATTGTATTAGTAATAATAATAATGTATTTAATAACAATTCCTGTCACTATTAGATTCACGTGTAAAGATTTAGTTAGTAGAATAGATTATGACACTAGTTATCATAGATTACAAAATAACGTACAATAAATTAATTCATTTAATATAAATTAAATGAACTAATTAAATAGGACCAGTATAAGTAAAATGATGACCATCATTGTAGACAACTTCAATACTCTGATTATGTCCTTTGTTATATATTTTTAAGGAAGAAATGGTACGACCCTCTTTTTTATTTTGCTCCAGAAGAGAATTTAAGAAATCATTTTTAGGTTTAAAAATGGAAGATTCTATTGGGATGTTATCTAATGGTCTAACAATGTCTTTTTTGTCAGGATGATATTGATTAATAATATCTTGGTTTTTAATAAACACCTTAGTAAAATCTTCGTATGTTTGCGAATTCAAATAAATAGATAATTTTTCACAGAATTTTTCCTCTGAATATAATTCATCTTTTTCAAATTGCCAACCGAGTTCTTCATTTGCTTTGATAAATGCTCTCGCGAAATAATTACAATTATTATTAGTTAAATATTTTAACATATGAATAAAACCATAATGGTCCATATCAAATTCTTTGAAATTTGCAAGCATTAAATATGTTACTGTTTCACAATTATGGCCGGATACTAAATTTAGTATTTTGGTTACATATGTATAATGTGTTGTAACTTTTTGACAAACTAATTCAATTAGTTGTTCAATATAATATTCTCGTGCATAATCTTGTGTATTTTTTTCATTATTAAAATATTTAATTAATATTTTGAATATGTGTTTGCATTCAAATTCTTGTATTTTATTAATAAACAATTTTACAATTTTTAATAAATCATATTTGTCCGGATTAAATGTTTCAATCATTTGATAAAATGATGATGAACTTAATTCCCCCATGAAAGGCTCAAATATAATTAATATTTCATGTTTATTAAAATTATAAGCGCCTACTTTATTTGCAATAGTAATAATTTTATCAAGTGTTAAATCTGAACAAATTCCGGGTCTAACTTTATCTAAAATCATTTTTAAAAATATTAATTTTTCATTCGGGAAGAAAAAAGCTGTTAAATCAAGTATTTCTTCCAAATGCATAATAATATTTTGATCAAATGCATTATTATTCAAATAATCCAAAAGTTTTTCATCATTGGTCTTGTAAATACCAGAAATAATAAGTTTGAGATTAGAGTAATCCATTATTTATTAATATAAATAAGATAACTTTACTATATATTATTTTTTTCAATTTTATTAAATGGGTACTAAAATAAAGTTTTACAGGAACATAATTTTTTTGGATCATATTAAATTTTTTTAAGGATATCTAATCCATTCACATATTGAGAATCATGATAGCGTTCATTTTCATTGGTTATTTAAAAATATAATTTAGAAGACATTATTAATATTATTTTCAGAAAATAATATTAATAAAAATATTTATTTCAATTTTATGATAAACTTTCTAAGTATTTAACTACTTCCAAATGTCCATTTTCAGAAGCCCATCTTAGTGAATAATCATTTTTTGCATTAATGTTGGCTCCATTTTCTACCAAATATTGAACCACATCCAAATATCCACATCTTGAAGCCCACCTTAATGCATAATCCTTGTCCGCATGAATATTTGCTCCACTTTCTACTAAATATTTGACCACTTCTAAATGTCCTCTATCAGAAGCTAAAGCTAATGCCGAATCATTGTCTGCGTGAATATCTATACCATTTTCCACTAAATATTTAACCACTTCTAATTCTCCTGAACTTGAAGCACATTTTAATACACATTCTCCATCTTCAGGATCTATTTCAAAATGCATTAAACATTTGACTAATTCATAATTCCCAAAATAAGAAACTAATCTTATTATATCACTTTTTGCATAAACGCGAGCTCCTTTTTCTACTAAAAATGTTGCCACATCCAAATTTCTTTTTTCCAAAGCTTTTCTTAATGGATCATTATTTTTCGAAAAAATATTTGCACCTTTTTTAACTAAATATTTCACTATTTTCAAGTGCCCATATTCACAAGCCAATCTCAATGTGTAATCATCATTCATATGAATATCTGCTCCTTTTTTTACTAAATATTTGACTATTTCTAAATGTCCATCTCTACAAGCCAATCCTAATAAATTATTATTATCTGAATGAATATTTATTCCATTTTCTATTAAATACTTGAATATTTTAAAATGTACATTATTTGAGGCCCATTTTAATGCATAATTTTTCGCATAAATATCTACTCCAATTGAAATCATATATTTCCATGTTTCTGGATCTCTTAAATCACGTCTTTTTCCCAATATAATCATGTTTGCTCCATATTTATCTCCGTCTGGATCTTTAATCATCTTGAAATCTGGATTATCTATTGGTAAAAATACTTCTCGCAAATATATTCCGTAGTTTAAATAATTTATGATATATTTTGATTTAGTAAAATATAGTCTATCTGGCACACATGATTTTTTGGGATCATTATTAAATTCACCTTGGAGTATATTTAATCCGTCTTTATACTGAAAACCATGATGACATTCATCATCATTGGTTATTTTGAAATATAATTTAGAGGACATTTTTATTAATAAATTAATAAATGATAATTTATTAACAATAATGTTTAATTCAAATTTTTTGTAATTAATTAAACATTTCCAAATATGGAAATTTTGAACTTTATTCCAATATATATTTTTCATATAATCCACTTTCTATCAAATATTTCACCACTTCTGAATGTCCTTTTTCAGAAGCCCATCTTAATGCTTCATCATTATTTGCATTAATATTTGCTCCACTTTCTACTAAATATTTGACCACTTCTAAATATCCTTCTTCAGAAGCCCATCTTAATGCATAATCCTCATCTGCGTGAATATTTGCTCCATTTTCTACTAAATATTTTACTACTTCTAGATATCCATTTTTAGAAGCCCATATTAATGCTTCATTATCATTTGCGTGAATATTTGCTCCACTTTCTACTAAATATTTGACCACTTCTAAATGTCCATAATATGAAGCGCATTTTAGTGCACAATTATAATTTACATTAATATTAGCTCCACTTTCTATTAAATATTTGACTATTTCTAAATGTCCTTCTTCAGAAGCCCATCTTAATGCTTCATCATTATTTGTATTAATATTTGCTCCACTTTCTATTAAATATTTGACTACTTCTAAATGTCCATTTAAAGAAGCCCAAAAAAGAGATTTATTTTTCTCGTCAAAAATATTTAATCCATTTGAAATCATATATTCCCAAGTATTTATTTCTCTAAGATCACGTTGATTTTTTAGTATTATCTTATTAGCACAATATTCTCCATTTTCATAATCCATAACTTTTAATTCAGGATCATCCATAGGTAAATAAACATCACACAGGTAAGTGATTTCATAATCATACAAATATTTACCAATATTTTCTGGTTTACAAAAACATAACCTTTCCGTTATACAAAAATAATCAAATTTATTTATTTCTCCGATATTTAAACCATCAGGATATTTATTATCGGTTCTGATTAATTTAAAATATAATTCAGACGACATTAATATATTTTTGTAAATGCTTTTTAAATCATATTAAATAATAAGATTTAAAAGTTAATCATCTAGTATAAATCCATGAAGATAATTATTCCTCTTTATAAGATAATCATAAATAATAATATTTTTAGGAGTGGATTTAATTATTTCTTCATAAAGTTCATCAATCTCAAAAATACGATTTTCTAGATAAAATTCAATTATTTCTTTGTTCGAGTAGTTTATAATCCAATGAAATTTTATTCTTGGACATTTAGTCACAATATCATAATTGAATAAATGTTTACAAAAAAGAAAATCATTTGTATACAAATGTTTGATGAACACAATACCACTACTAAATAAATATTTTACAACATCAATATGATTATTAGCTGATGCCGTAATAAAAAGATCAAATTTTTGATCATTACTAAATTCATATTTATCCAAAAAATATTTAATTATTTCCAAACAATTATTAGATGTTGCGGATTTAAATGCCTCAAAAGTTTGATTATTATCAAAATTATTTTTATCACACAAATATTTTACTATTTCTATGTTATTAAAACCTGCACTGTATTTTAAAATATTGGTAATAAAATCAATATCTGTGTCATTAATATCTATCGCATACTTAATCATTTCTAAGCAATCCCAATGTAATAAATTGTCCATTACTGAATAATTATTAATTTCCACACCTTTATCAATTAAGTATTTAAAAATATCTCTATGGTTTCCTCTTATGGAAGCAACAATGGGAAGTATTTTTCCTGTGTTAATATCAACATTTTTCTCCATTAATAACTTGACAATATTCAAGTGCCCATTTTGACATGCAGCTACAAATGAATCATTATTTTTAGAAATTGGACTAACTTTTCTGTCAAGTAAAAATTTAACTACCTCATAATTACCTTTTTGACAAGCCGTTATTAATGATATATTCTGATTAGCTCGAATATTAACTTTCTTTTTGTATAGATATTCAGCAATATTCAAATGTCCATGTTCCAAAGCTAATTTCACTGGTTCATCATTATTAAATCTATAATCTGCTCCATTTTTAACACAATAATCCAAAACATTCAGATAACCATAAATACAGCTCATTTTAAGACATTCGGTCAAATATTTATCATGTTTAATATATTTTTTTTTATGATTTAGTGAACATTTTTCACCATTAATTTTTTCACATTGTAAATAATATTCGATGAATATTTTACTATCTTTTTTAATAAAATAATTCAACAAATAAAACTTACAAGACAACAGTGGAATCATAGCAAAAAAATCTTTAGAGGTAAATAACAAACCAAATGTTTTACTAATATCCTGGTCAAGAATATATTTCCATAATTCGACTGGGAGATAATACTCATTTTTAAAAGAGTTCATTAATTGGTTTTATACTAATAAACTATAAGATATGTGTCTTGATCACAATGATCAATACTATTAATATTAATTTATTTAATTAACTAATATATTTGTTTATCAATTTTTTTTGGATTTGTCTGTTAAGTATTTTATAATTTCATGGTTATTCCAATAATTATTCATTCACACAAATACAATCAAATCCACAACATTTTGTAATTATTATATTTCCATTTACTAATCTTTTTGGTAAAATTTTTGCGATTTCATTTAAATCTGAAGTGGATTGCCATTTATCTATATATTCAATTTTACAATTAATAAATAATGTATTAGAAAATGTGCACTTGTAAAAACAAGTTTGTTCTCCAATAAATTCACATCCAATAAATTTGACACTAGATAAATCACATCCAATAAAAATACAACGACTCATATCACAATTAATAAACTTACAATCCGATAAGTTTGTAAAAATAAATTTTTGTGATTTGAAAGATTTTTTGTGGAGTATTTTTTTGGATAAATCTATAAAATCATAATCTCTTATTTTGTGCTCATCGTAAAATATATCAGATTCGGTTTTTTCTATAGATCCAATTGCGTTAATATATGCATGATTTTCTTCTGAAAATAAATTTCTTTTACATTCATTATATTTGTCAAATTCTGATTTTGGAATAGATTTTATCTCGCTTTTTATTCCATTATACTTTTCGTATAATACTTTAACACTAGTCCAGGATTTTGTAATCGGAAATACTAATTCGGTTGTTTTTCTCATATCTTTTACTCGTTCATTTATATATGGATCATGAATATCTACTTTAACAATAAATTTTGATGGACACTCCTCGCCAGTTACAGGATCAATATCATTTTCTTCGAACCATTTTTTAATCACATCATATTCATATATATTACCATAACATGTCATTCCACCATTAACAATAGGTTCTAGTGTAATTGGACATTTCATATTATTTATTTGTTCCATTAATTTTATTCATTTAAATTTTACGACAAGATATTATTATTTTCAATTTATTATAAAAATATTGAAAAATTTATTGACAAGATATTTATATTTATTTTAATAAATAAATAATGTCGATTTATAAATTAGTTGATCAATCAAGCCAACTTGGTAAAACACATGAGCATATTGTTACGACTAAAAATGAATTACTTCAAATTCTAAGAAATTATCTTAAAAATTTATTTGATTCTGTTAATGCTGATGAAGATAGTCGACTATTTTGGGCCACATATTCTATTTTCGTTATTAAAAAAGACGGAATTTATTTATGTAGTAATATGGGTACTGTTTATCCATTGTTTGATGTTGATGTTAAAAAATCTGACAATACAAAAATTATAGTACGACCATATAAAATTGATGGTTACAATGAATATGAAGTAACAAACTTACAATTGTCTATGGAATATTGTTTTAAAAATAAACGTAAAAAATTTAAAATGATTTCTCCTTTAGAAGCATTTGGTTGGAAACTTGATACCAATCAAAAATATGAAGGTCAAATTTATGTCAAAACTAATTTCACAGGTTGGAATTATATCAAGGTCAAAATTGATAGAGAAGCATTAATCAAAGAAGAAGAATCCAAATAATTATTTAATTGTAATATGTATTACAATTCAATAAGTGGATATAAATCATAACCCATAACTTCATATGGATGAACTTTTTTTGCTGCTTCAATTATATCTTGTATTTTATTTCTCGGGCAAATTGTTTCAATTCTTACTTCTAATGTGAAGGATAATTTGCCTATTTCTCCAATTGTTGGTTTAGCATTATCCAAAGATCGATAATATCCTGTTCCATTCGTAATAAAACTACAATAATCATAATTATCAATATGTCCAGCACCTGCTTTTCCAATTGCTTCGCGCACAATATCAAGATAATCAACTGGTACAAAAATAACTAGTTTAATATTTTCTGAAATGACAATATTATTCTTATGGTAATTAAACCACCAATATAATAATCCTAAACATAAAAAGAGTATTATAATTTGGTCATTCAATAAATAATTTATTATTATCTGACTCATTTTGATAATTTATTAAATTGATATCACTTGACAAATATTTTTTTTTCAATTTTAAATCCGGACAAAAAAAAATTGAATTTTTATCAATACTTAAATATATTCAACAAGGAAAATATTAATATATTCCAATGAGTAAATATTCAACCAGTAAAAAATTAAAAATTCTTGAAAATGGGTTGAATAAATTCATTAATAAAGAAATATCAAAAGGTAGAATTCCAAATAGAGATTATTTAGATGATATTGTTGAATCTATTCTAGTGGAAAAAGATATTGATTTTGATGATGATGAACAAGATGATTTGGAATCTTTTTGTAATAAATTTTATCGTAAACAAGAAAAATCTGGTATAATTTATAAAGCTGGTAATCGTAAATCATATTTAGAGGTTGTCAGAAGTAAAGGATATATATCATGTCATGAATATGATTTAATGAAAAGTATTCCCACAATTAAATATCCAACAGGTAAATTAATTACAGAATTTCCAATTGATAAAGCAGGAAAATATTTAATTTAATAGTCTTAGTAAATAAGATTATTAAATTATTTTTTAATCTTTTCAGGATTAGCGCCATTTTTTATTAGATATTTAATTATTTTTTTATAATCATATTCTGAAGCTAGTTCCAAAGCCCGATCATTATTGGCATGAACATCAGCACCATTTTTTATTAAATATTTACCACATCTAAATGTCCTCCAAAACATGCTGATATTAATGCTTTACCATTATTAGCATTAATATTTGCTCCTTTTTCTATTAAATATTGCACAATATCTATATGACCATGATCGCAAGCTTCTTCTAAAGGTTTGCCATTTTTTGCATGTATATCTGCTCCATTTTCGACTAAAAATTTAACAACTCTAAAATTTTCACCGCAAGCATGTATTAAAGCTTCATTATTTCTGGCTTGAATATCGACACCATTTTGTATTAAATATTTTACAATATTAAACTTATCTTCATTAAATCGAAAAACTTTTTGCGCAACTTTCTTGTTGAAAGTAAAATCTTTTTGACACATTTTTCCAACGCGATTTTTTACCTTTGAAAATTCTTCAATGATATATTTAAATATATCAATATTATCATATCGAGCAATTAACCATAAAATTTTAGAAAGATCCAAAGACCCGTCATCAAATAGTTTTAACATTGATTCAAAATATATTTTGCTTGTGCATATTCTCAAATATTTATGTATTTCGTATAGTTTTAAATGTTTAGCCAAACGATTTAATATTCTATGTGGTTCTGCATAAATATTACATATAACATATTTACTAGTCTTATAATTACTCAATTGTAAACTATATGTTATTACTTCACAAGATAATTCATTTTCCCCTTCATCATCTTCCTCTTGTACCAAAGATAAATTACCGTATAATCCTTCAAAATCATAAGGATCGTGTTGTTTTTTTAAAAATAATTTAATATGATCCATCATATTATGTTTAAATATGTATTTAACATATTCCATAGTATAATAACGATGTTTACATTCATGTCCACAACTTAAACAATCAAACTCATCTTCGTCAGAATCTTCATCATCATCTTCGTCTTCGTCAGAATCTTCATCATCATCATCATCATCTTCATCATCTGAATTTTCTGAATCATCTTTATCTTCTGAATCATTATCTCCATTATTTGAATCTCCTGAATCTGAATCTTCTGAATCATCATAATTGGAACTATTATTTTCTGAATTGTCTGAATTATCCGAATCATCACTTTCTTCTTCAATATTCCCAAGCGGAACATCTTTCATATCGCACTTGTAATAATAATCATAAACACCTCCACAATGATAATTTCTTATCAAGACAAATTTCATAAAATTAATCATATCATCAATATCAATTTTAATATATTGGTGACCATTATTATTACAAAATTTAATAATCATGTAATCATCTTTTGTATAATATAATTTGTGATACTTTCCGGATTTTTTACAATACTTGAGAATACGATCCTTATATCGACATGAAAGACAATATTTAAATTTTGGCATTTTTATTTCATAAATAAATATTATTTAAATAACATTTATTTATCAATTTTTATTGGGTTTACATTATCATTTTAAAATTAAAAGAACTGGAATTATTAATATTTATATCACAAATAAATTCTACGTAAATATTATCATCTATGTATTCTTTATTTAATTCATAACATTCTCGTGAAATACCTAAATATTTTAAACTTTTTGGCAGACAATCTTTTAAAGATTGATTGAAATCACTTCCCAATACTAAATATTTAATTTTTTCTGGAAGTAAATCTTTAATAGGTTGATTAAAATAATTACAAATAACCATATATTTTAATGTAGATGGTAACTGTTTTTCTATGGTACCATAAAAATTATAAATATACAGGCATTTTATATTTGGAGGAAGAATTTTACAAATTGGATGATAATATTGCACGATATATAATATTTTAATGGTAGATGATATAGAATTAATTATTTCTTTACCAGGTTTTAATATTAGTTCTTTAATTTCATCGGTTGTTTGATTAAAAGAATTAAATGGATTAAATAGACTAACGATATTAAATAATTTGTTTTTAATATATTCAAAAGTCGAAATATTTTTTGTATTATCAACAATAATATTTATTGATCCACAAATGAACTGTTTTAAATTTGGAAAAAGAATGTCAATATTCCGTATTTTATTAATTTTATGTTGGACAACTTGATCAAATGATAAATATTCGATATTTTTTGGAATATAATCATGAATTGAATCATCAAATTGTAAATTGAAAATATATTCAGATATTTTATTGCCAAATTTTAGATATTTTACAGTTTCTGGAATACATTTATATATTGATTGATCGAAGAAATATCCAAATTCCAAATGAGTTAATTGAGAAGGTAAAACCTTTTCTCTAATTCCTTTTGGAGACAATGTAAGACTATTTGATATATTTTGTTTCACATTATTAATAGGCTGATTAAAATAAGTCCCGAATTTTAAATATTTAACACTATTAGGTATACATCCTACGATAGATTGATTAAAATAATTTCCAAATTTTAGATAAATTAGATTGTTTGGTAAAGAATCTTTAATAGGTTGATCGTAATAGTATCCGAATTCTAAATATGTTACACTATTAGGTATGCAACCTTTTACTAATTTATTAAAAGAATCTCCAAAAATTAAATGAGTTAAATTAGGAGGTAAACATTCTTTTATGGATTGATTGAAAAAAATCCAAATTCTAAATATTTTACACTTTTTGGTATACAGCCATTAATAGGTCTGTTGAAATGAGAATCGAATTTTAAATATTGTATATTATCCGACAAGCATCCTTCAAGAGATTGATTGAATGTTTTACCAAAAGTTATATGTGTTACAGTTTTAGGTATACAATTTTTGACAGATTCATTAAATCTGTCTCGAAATATCAAATGAGTGATGCCATCTGGTATATTTATAGTGTGTGCATAATATTTTATTTTGGTAAATTTACCATATGATGTATTTATGATGTCATAATAATCATATATCTCATCAAAAACAAAATTTTTTTTGAATAATGATAATCTTTTACTAGTATCGCATAAATTAATTTTATCTTTATCTTCTAAAAATTGTAACAGGTAAAAAATAATATCATCACAAATTATATCAAGCATTAATAAGTGAATTACAATTGTTGTTAATATTAGTTTTGTATAATTCAAATTTTTTATAAATGATAATCATAATATAATAATTATAATATGATTATGAAATTAAAGAAGTGATATATCAGGATCACTCAAATATTTTCCTTGGTATGTGGTTTCTGTTGGACGTGTTGAAGTAAAATGTTTGGGACTTTGTAATCCTGGCTTTGTGGTTGTGTTCACCACAAGTGATCCTTCATTAAGACCTTGATTGTAAATATTTCTAATTTGTTCACTTATTTCTTTTACATGCATATCTGAAACATCGCTTGTATCAGTGCACATATAAAATTGTACAGTCAGTCTTATAGGTTTATCAACATCTCGAACAAGAGTATATGCTTGACCAGCTGAATTTTTAATACCTTTATAAGGTCCTTTTTCTTCGCCAATACTTAAAATAGCTCGATCCATACCTCGACTTGATACAGATCGAGTGTTTCCAAGTGAGCATGATTCTTGAGATCCAAAATATTGTATCGTTATAGTTGGTGACAAGGAGTCAAATGATTTGTCCATAGAAGATAGCATAACAGATTCTTCATCAAATTTACAATCATTAACAAAATAACTATATAAATAATCGGTGTCATAGCTGCCATCTGATTTATAAGAGTTATATCTTTTAGGACTGGATACTTTTAGTGGTACTTGGAATATATATATTCCATTGAGAGCTTTTTCTTCTGCATCCATTGGTCCATCGAGTGATTTACCTTGTGAAAGTCTATAATCTCGTAATCTCTCAGCTTTGAATAGTCGACTTGTTCCTTCATCATTAAAATAAAGAACTGTATTACCACCTGAAACAACTTGTGCTGATGTACCATATGCAGTTGCAATAATTACAAGAACAGCTGGTTCTGATCCAGATTGATAATTATATAAATCAACTGCGAATTCCACTTTATTTTCTCTCAGAGGTAGTACACATGCTTGTGCACTTGTCAAAACATGTTCATCACGATCAGAATATAGATTTGTGTTGGGAATTACTATTCCACAATATTCGTGAAAATTTCTTAAATATTCTTCAAGAGTTACTTTCATCAAAGAGGTCCCATTTTGATTTCCCACAACTAATTTAGGAAGTTTATTTTTTTCAAGATCCACTGTAACATCTGTAAAATTGGATCCACGAATAATAGGCATACGTTTATCTCCAACTTTCAATGTAAGATCACTAATATTTGATCCAAAACAACTATTTTTGAACCGACTAGTATCTTCCCATGCTACATTAGCAATATTAAGATTATAACTAGCTAGTTTTTGTCTAACACTACTATTATTAGCTAGTCCAGCGACATTTTTTGTAACGTCATTTTCGAAAACATTACTGTGTCTTGTAAAAAAATTAATACCTGCCATTTTAATAATATTAAAACATAAATAACATTTTATATGACAAACATTTTTTATTTCAATTTTATTAATGAGACCAAAAAATTGAAATAATAATAATTAAATCCAATCACTTGAAAAACAAATGTAATATTTCGAATAAAATGGAAGTGATTGATACTAATCAAAATAAAGTACTCTTTCAAGTAGATTTTTGCAATCTATTTGATTCTGATGAATTGTCTGATGTAACAATTATTTTAGATGATGGTATTAAACGTTTACCACTTAAACTACATCGAGTAATTTTATATAACAGATGTAAATTTTTTAAAGGATTATTCACTGATTTAAAAGAATCACATGCAAAAGAAAATGTTATCCAAGTAATTAATGTTGATATTGCTAAAGATATCATAAAGAAAATATACGGTTTCACGGATTTAAAGTATGAAAAAGATTGGAGATATATGTTAAAATATTATAAATGTTGTGATTATTTTATGTTGGATCCTGAAATACCAAAAAATGTAAAAGTTTCAACAGATCAATTTGATGAGTTATTTGATTTACTTGATGAAGTTGGTTATAATGAAGACACAATGAAAATAATTGCTGATAACATGCCAACTAATTATAATTTATCAAATTTACCTATTGAGTTTATTAAAGAATTTGATAATTATGTTCTGTCTTCAGATTTTGCATACATAAATGATAAATATGAATTGTGTATTTCAAACAAGGATTTTAGCTCGTCAAGAAAAATTTTAGATGTGGCAAAGGATGAGTTTTGCTATATATCAAAAATGAACAAATTTGTGTGTATGGGAAAAAATATTTTAATAGTTTATGATCTTATTAAAGAATCAACTGAAATTTTTCATTTTCTAACCGTTAAATCTTTTCAAACATTATTATTTAATGAAAAAATAAATAAACTTGTTGTGAAATACACAAGTCATAAAAATAAAAAATGTATTTGCACTATAAATCCAACTACTTTTAAATTCAGTAAAAAGATTTATAAAACAAATAAAAACGATAAAATACATATTAATATGTGCGCATTATCTAAATCCGGTAATAAACTGGTTTATACTTTATCCACAACATCTTTTGATCCCTACAAATATGAAGAAAAAATATATGTTTATGATTTCAATACGAAAAAAACAAATAATAATTATGAATTATCAACTAATACCATAAAAAAAATACTTTTCATAAACAATGAAAATGATTTAATTTACCATTACAGAAATCATTATTGTGAAGTTAAAGTAACTGAAAATTCACAAACAAAAATTGTGGCTTCGGATTTTTATAATATTGACGATATTGAGGTTTATCAAGATAAATACTTTCTCATCGCAGCAGGTGGTCTGTATATTTATGATTTAAAAAAATTTTACAATGAAATAACCCCTATTCATAATTTTACAGGTAATATATTATTAACATCAGATAATAAAGCCATATGTTATAGATATCATATGAGATCATTTGATCTTACACAGATACAAAATTTATCAAAAACTGATGAATATAATGTGGATCGTGTTGGTTTCTATGGGATTAAAAATATATGTCCAATTCAAGATAAATATAGTCTAAAGAGTAGAATTCAGGAATGCATTCGTGGATATACTTCAGAAAACAAATAATTTTTTATAATAATTATGTCTAATATTTAAACATAATCATTGTAACAATATTCAATGCCAAATTTTTTTATAACTTGACATTTGATTTCTGGATTTTTTTCAAATTCCAATAAATATTTGACTATTTCTAAATTACCATTTCTGAAAGCTAGTTTCAAAGCTTGATAATTACAAGTTTTATTCTTGGTAATGGTCATAATATACTTTACTATATCCAATTGTCCATTTTTTGAAGCAAATTTTAAAGCATAATGATCACAACTATCTATTCTTGCTCCATTTTCAACTAAATATTTCACTATTTCCAAATGTCCATACTCAGCTGCTAATCTAATAGGATGATTATTATGTGCATGAATATTTGCTCCTAGACTAATACAAAATTTAACTTCTTCCAAACATCCTATTTTACATAAATATCTTAACAATGAATTACTCTTGTGGTGTACAAAATATTGGATTTCTTTTTTTAGATATTTTATGACATTAACTGGTTTCCATTTATAAATAAAAGTCATTATTTCCACTTCATAATTTTCAAATGATATACCAATGGATTGCATATATTTCCATGTTTCGGGATCTCTCAAATCACGTTTTTCTCCTAAAATGATCATGTTAGCTCCATATTTATTTTCACCATCTTTAATCATTTTAAAATCCGGATTATTTATTGGAAGGGAAACTTCTCGTAAATATACTCCAAAATTTAAATATTCCATGATATGATTTTTATCTGAAAAATATAATCTTCCCGAAACACATGAATTATCACTATCATTAAATTTTTCATTCAAAATATTTAAACCATTATAATATTGATATCCATTATGACATTCCAATTCATTTGTGACTTTAAAATATAAATTTGATGATGCCATTTAATCATAAACATCATTATTGAATATATTATTGTGAATTTAAATTTCAATTTTATTAAAAATTGAAATTTAAATATATTGTTTGCCTCATATATTATTATTAATATATTAGGAACACAGTTTCCATAAAAACACAACACAAGTTAGTCTTCAAAATTAACTCTTCGTTAAAAATAACGATGGCTACTGATAACATCATCACTTTTGAGGATTTTACTTTTGGTTTTGAAGAGAATACTATTTTTGCTTTCCACCAAGGTAAAAAGATCGGATCAGTTCATCAAGATACTCGTAGTTTACTTTGGGTCTGTGAGTACAATGCTTCTAAAGCTTGTTTTAATCAAGTTAAACAATGGGCCAAATATTGTAAAGACCAATGTTATCATGATTACGGTGAACGATTTATTCACCATGATCATACCAATCATTGTGAATTCCCCGAAAAACTTATAAAAATCATTTCACACGATCCTAATATGGACAAGTATAAACATACAATTACTTGGACAAGTTATAAGAAAGGTGGTCTAACATCTGCACTTGATGAACTAAAACAATGTTGGATTTTGTTGAAGGATATCAATTGATACCTATTAAATAAAATATATATTGATACATTTTATTTAATTAATTTTTGATGTTTTCTATATAAATATTTTATTTGATTCCATTTTATCTATTTGTTAAAAATAATAAACATCTTCTTCTTCACCATTATCTTCTATAGGTTGTAATATGATGTTATTTTTTAAATCTATTATTTTGTAATTTTTTTGATGTTTATTTAATTTTTCCAAAAATTCTTTTGTGATTTTTTTCATATATGATCTAGCTTTTGTCTCTTTGCTAAAGATTCCCTCGATACTATTTTTGGCATCGCCATATTTATAAACTAGTGAAACAACATATAATTTTTCAAAAGACATTTATATTTTAAATTCATAATTATTTATAAATTTAAAACTCAACTAATTTCCCAATCTTTAAAATATATTTTATGTTTATCTTTTTTAAAATTGTGGCTTTCAATCACTTTATTTAAATTCTAGATACAGAATCTTCAAAGATTTCCATTTATGATAATCACTGACAAATTTTCTTTACATTACTTTCAAAATCATTTAAATCCCCACGTAAACGATTAATTTATGGAATCCAAAATAGATATTCTTTCATCATTATTATCAATAGGAATTGTGTCAAAATATGTACCAAAAAATGTTAATTCATCCACTAACATAAATTCAAAATCTGAACGAATAGCTTTATTGATAGAATCAGAAATATTACCAGGAACTGTATTAAAATCACCAAATGCGCAAACAGAACCTGAATATTCTTCCATTAAATATTGGAGATTAACCATTGTTTTATATCCCGGATTATTTTCACCTTCCGTTTTAAAATCCAGTGGAAAATGAATACCCCAAATTATTTGTCCAGTTTTTAATTTAATACCAACCGCAACTGAACCAAATGCTTCCAATAGTATACTTTTTACAAAATAAGTCTGGATATAATTTTTAACTGAACTGGTACAAAATACTGAAATACCAAATGACATATCTGATGAATCATCATTATTCTTTTTTTCAATGATAAATTGTAAATTACACCTTTCTGAAATCATATCTCTAATAGAAAGCCATGATGTTATATTTTCTTTTTTATCTCGATCTCCTAAAAATGAATATCTACATGATTCAGAAAAATAAACAATACATTTATCGAGTTTATTGATAATATTGTTTAAGACTTGGCAAATAGCATCCAAACGTTTATATAAAGGAAAGCCATTCATGTTGGCTCTAACAGAATTATCAAGAGATACATATAGAAAATTTACTTCACCAATTTTTACACAAGTAATCAAATGATCAGTTGTGGGATAATTTTTATTTATCGTATTTTGAACAACGACTTTATAAAAATCTTTTCTATTATCTGGCGTCAATAAATTACCTTCATAAAAATCATATAGCTCAACTTGTATTTCATTAAAATTCTTGAATTTTAAAACATTATCTAACGGACTAGCTGGAACTACTTTATCAGTTATTAATACCGCTTTATTTTTATGAGTCATTGGTAATTATTTAATATGAATATTTATTTATATATCATCAAATCTTATTTTTATAAAAAAATTGAAATAACGATTCATAGAATAAACATAAATTTTAAACATATACTATCCTATATAATTTAGGAAAAAAGAATAACATCATGTCATCTGAAATTGTCGTAATCACCAACACTACTTTTGCTCTTGAAATGGCTGGACGTTTGTTTGAAGATTTGGCTATTTTTGGTTTCAAAAATATTATCAAGTCTCGGACAAGCATTAATCCTTATCCTATTCTGGATCTTCCCAATTTGGTACACGTCATGACCGACAACACTATTTCTCTGTCCAAACTTGATGAAATTATTAACTTGTGCAAATTTGTGATGCATCGTCTTACTGAATTTGATTGTTCTTGCACATCTCATCTTGAAATGAAACAATATCATGGAAAAATTTGGAAAGCAGGCAAAGTTTTATATGAGCCATACTATTGTTATAATTATCGGATTACAGATTTGGCTCAAGTTTATCCATTTGTCATTGAGTGGGTTTTGAAGAGGGATAATATGATTTTGGACTATGATAAAGAATCATACATGATGATGGCCTTGATGATTGCTAGACTGATTTCGTCTTTAACAAGAGTAGGTTATAAAGATGTAGAATTTATCAAGTTCTACAAAGCTTGTCGTCACAATAATCAATGTTCCTGTGCCAAGAGATCGATACGATATTTGGATATTAAGAAGTTGGTTTATATTCTATCTGATGGTGGTAACATTGGACGTGAAGGTCTCACTAAACTTTACTCCTATCTCCAAAAAGGCATCCAAGAAATTGATGGAAGATGGTCTGTCTGGTTTGAGGATAGAAGCCAGAAAATTCCATTTAAGACTTTTTCACAAGGTAAAGTTGAAATATTAATTCTTGATGGTCACATTTATTATCTCGATAATCTTGCTCTTGTTTCCCAAGTGGTTTGTCTCTTTCTTTTGAATGAAAAGCCTGATCTCTCTTATTAATCCATAATTACAATATAAAGTTATTATATTGTAATTATTTATTATTAGCACCACTTTTAACTAAAAAATTAACTATTTTTGAATGATTATGTTTTGATGCTATTTCTATTGGTGTTGGAATACCAATTTTTATATCAGCACCATTTTTTATTAAGTACTTGACTATTTCTAAATTACCAATTTTACAAGCTATTCTTAATAATTTATCATTTGAATAATGTAAGTCGGCACCATTTTCTACTAATATTTTCAAAGTTTTTATGTGTCTATTTCGCAAAGACTTTTTTAATAGTTTATTTTTCTGAGATTGATTTATGCGAATTTTTTTAAGTAAATATTGTAATGTTTTAAAATATCCATTTACACAAATAGAAATTAACACCTTTTCTGGATTATAAATTATAATACCCTTTTCAATAAAGTATTTAACTATTTGTGTATATCCAATTTCGCAAGAACATTTAAATAATCCATAAAGAGAATCAATATTAATTCCATTTTTAATTAAACAATCAATAAATATAATTGATTCCTCTTGTGAACGAGAATGTAAAATTTGTAATAAATTATTATTGTGTTGATTAACCACTGCACCATTGTCCAATAAATATTTTACAACATCACAATGTTCATTTTCACAAGCTAAAATTAATGCTTGATCATATTGTGCATGTATATTAGCTCCACTTTCTATTAAATATTTGACTATTTCTAAATGACCATTTTCGGAAGCACTTCTTAATGGATCATCAATATTTACATGTATATTAGCTCCATTTTCTATCAAATATTTTACTATTTCAAAATGTCCATTATATGAAGACCATATTAACGAATAATTATCATCAGCACAAACATCTGCTCCATTTTCTACCAAATATTTTACTATTTCAAAATGTCCTTTATCAGAAGCCCATCGTAAAGCTAAATCATTGTCAGAATGAATATCTGCACCATTTTCTACTAAATATTTAACCAATTGATAATAACTCTTATGAGATGCCCATTTTAAAGCATGATCATGATAATAATGAATATCTACTCCTTTTGTAATCATATAATCCCACGTACTTGGATTCCTTAAATCACGTTTTTCGCCAAATATAATCCTATTAGCTCCATACTTGTCACCCATAGGATCTTTTATCATCTTAAACTCGAGATCATTAATGGGTAAATAAACATCACGTAAATATATACCATAATCTAAATATTTGATAATATCTTTTGGTTCACAAAAATAAAGTCTTCCCGAAACACATGAATCGTTTGGATTATCATTAAATTTCTCCTCGAGTATGTTTAAACCATCTACATATTGATATCCATTGTGACATTCTAATTCATTGGTTATTTTAAAATATAATTCAGAAGACATTATTAATATTATTCAAGCTGAATAATATTAATAAAAATATTTATTTCAATTTTTTATGATAAATTTTCAAGCTGCGGGAATAATAAAATTATTCTTTTCAATTAGATAGTTAATAATCTGAGAATTTCCACATTCAAATGCTAATTTAATAGCATAATCATTATTTTCTCTTATATCAACACCAGACTCCACAAAATATTTAACAATATCATAATGTCCACATTGAATACTAGTTCTGAATGCCATTTTTTTATTTTTCAAATTCAATCCTCTGGATACTAAATGTTTAATAGCAAATAAATTATCATTTTGACATAAAAAATTTAAATCATATTCTGTAAAAATATTAATATCTGCTCCTTCTGATAATAAATATTCAATGGTTTCTTTATCATCCAAATTACCAAATTCTTCTATAACAATCATATTACAAAAATATTTTATTTCGTCTTCAGTAAATATTTGGAAATTAGGATTTTCTTGGGGTAAATATACTTTACAAACATATTTACCTAGATGTATAAACTTAAATATATTTTTAGCTTCAAAAATATTAAACCAATATTTTTTGTCTTCGTGTTTTTGTTCAAATAAAGTTTTTGCTGAAACTTTATCTGTATGTTCATTTTCATCACAATTAAACAAAATTTCATGAAAATGTTGGTCTATACAATTATCGTATTTTCGATAATCTTCCTTATCACAAATCATAAAATAAGACATGTTGTTATCTATCTAATAATTTAACCATTAAAATAAACTGTTAGACAAATTATTATTCAATTTTTACAACTCGCGAATAATATCATGTACTATCTTTTTTAATTCCATTTCATTTTTAAATCCAAAATAATTAAAGATTATGTCATTGAAAATAGGAACTTGTCCTGAATTTTGATTCCAACTCAATTTGATAATTTCAGATCTTAAACTTCCAGGTTTGTATATTATTTCATTTCTTTTTTCTACAAGATCTTTTCCAAATTTTTTAAAATATGATTCACGAAAATCAATGTCATTGATTATATGTTTAGTGTAATTCTCAATAAATTTATCTGTAGTATTAGGTAATTTACGATATCCAAAATCATATAACATTGATATAATTTTTTTATTATTATCCGTTTGATATCTTTCAATTAAGTAATCCATTAAATCATATTTTGGTTCTTTATCGGATTCATGATATATTGGATACGATACACCATTAATTTCTATTGATTTAACCAATTTCATACCAATATTATTTGACCACTTGACTTCCTTTTTGTAAGGTTTTATTTTTTTACTTTTAATATCGTTGTAGGGATTAATTTTTGTCAGAGTATAAATATCAACACCATTTATCAATAAAAATTTAACTAATTTTGTAATATCTTTATAATTTTTATTCTTAATAATATTAATTAATACAGTCAAATCATTTGAATCTTTAAAATTAACTGAAGCACCAGCATCAATTAATATTTCAGCTATTCTGATATCTGGTAAATAATCTGTTTTTGACCAATATATTAATGCTCCATTTATTATTTGTAAATAATCATAGGGATTGATTTTTTGTAAATATTCTAACAAAAATTTAATGATTTTTACGTTTCCTGGATTTTTTAATGCATACGCTAATGCTGTACGTCCTGTATTATCTTTTTTATTAATATTATAACCATTTGTAAATAATTTTACTAATTCTAAATTACTATCATTTTGTGAATACACACAAGTACACATTAAATGTGTCATACCAATTTTATCACATTCATAACGTGTGACAAAATGTTTTTTTATGTAATTGGTGATTTGGATTTTGTGTAATTTTCCATCGTATAAACTTTTATGATAAATCAAAAATAAATAATCACGTTGATATAGTTTTGTTTTTCCGGTATTACTTATTTCTTCGTGAATCATACTCCATTCTTCAAATGATCTATTATAAACAGGATATGATTGGCCATTAATTTCAAATATTACATCTTCCAATATGTCGTCTTCTAATATTTCATATAGAACTTTATCCTCTACAAGTTTATCATTTAAGATATCTACAAATGATATCTTATTTGGAATATTATTTTTATCACGTTTTTTATTTTTACAAGTCATATTTATTTATTAATTTAATAAATAATAAATAAATCTTTTTATCGATCATAATAATAACATAAATTATTAATTAATGGACCATCTTGTAACCAGTTTATTATTAAAGGTTTACAATCTCTTGACCAAATATAAAATTTAGTATAATTAAGTGAAAATGCTACCACATAATATTTTTCAAATCCATTAAATACACAATAATTTTCATTTTTTAATCTCTTCAATACATACTTAATATCTTCTTTCATTGTTTTATTATCAAAAAAATAATGGGTACGATCACTATATTTTCCTGATAAAAATTTATTCCAGATATTTTTTAAAATATTGCCCACCTCGCAAATATTATTGAATTTCTTTTCAAAAGAAATTACCGGAATTAAATCATCATAAATACAAAATGATAATGTTTGGCTCATTTTAATAATAAAAATAAATAAAACTTTATAACTTGTTATGAATCAAATTCTTTACCAAAAATATCTTCAACTAATTTTTTTGGTAAAGATGGATCACCTTCATAAAGCGAATTTTGATAAAATTCAAGTAATTCACAAGTTTTCTCATTATCACCTTCACGTGCTAAATCAAGTGCTGTTTTACCATCATTATTAGTTAAAAAAGGATCAGCATGATTATTAAGTAATGTGTTGACCATACCAATTCTATTATCATGTTTGGATAATTTACAGGCTAGCATTAAAGATGTCATACCATTGTTACTTCTGTGATTGACGTACCCAAATAACTTATTCATTTTAATTTATGTTATGATATATATTATGGTATATGTTACAATATACACATTTTGGAATATGTTATACTCATTTTTGCAAAGCAAAAATGAATATACATACACAAAATGTTTCTAGGCGTAATATTTACAGCTTTGCTGTAAATAATACCCTAGAACATTTAAATATATATTTTTCAATTTTTAATCTTTAATTTTAGGAAGTAAATTTGATAATTTATCAAATCCTGACGATATTTTCATCAGTGGTTCGATATTTGAATCAATATTAATACTTTTTAATTCTTTTCCATCATTAATATTTATTAGTATGAGTTGATTTTCATGCTTGATTAATATACAATCTTCTGAAAATTTTATCATTTTGTAGATTGTTTTTTTTATATTTATTGTTTTAACTGATTCATCTTTTTTTGGATTATAAAAGTTAATTGTACCATCTTTGTAGCAAGAAATTAAATCATTATTATTTCCCCAACAAATACCAATGATCTCTGATTCGGACATGGAAGTTTTTTTATTTTTTTTCCCAGTTTTATGTTTTAATAAAAATAATTCATTGTAATAACAATAATATGGGTTGAAATATAGAGCAATATATGAATCATTGTATATAATATTAGTTTCTGGGTTAATATAAATGTCATTCCAATGCCATTTTTGTACCAATTTATTTGTTTTTAAATTCAATACATATATTATCGCTTCATGTTCATGTGTAAAAGTTGTAACAATTAATTCATCTTTTACAACTCCCATATCTATAATAAAAACATTTTTATCTTCCAATTCAAATATATTTTTCGAGCTGTTATCATAAATATTATATAATTTTATCATGTAAGTATTATTTTTTTTATTTATTTTTTCACATGTAATTAAATAATCATAATAATTAACTATTTTATTAATTTCAGAACGATATATGTCATATTTTTTTTTTAAAATATATTTATCCAATTCAATATCATAAACATATATACATCCATAATCATTATAGGCTATCCAGTGACTATTTTCCAAATAACAAATATTTTCAACAGAACAAGAATTTATAGTTCGATAAATTTGTCCTTCAGAATCAATTATATTTATGTTCTTGTATGAAATTAATAAAATATAATATGTATCTACTATTTTCCAAATATCTTTTATTAAATCTTTTGATAATTCATTAAAATCATATAATTTTGGTATATGTCTAGCAATTAATCTTGCGTATTCATCATGGTCACAATTTAATTTTTTGGATAAGGTTAATAGCTTAGAAAAATCATAGGTTTTTGGTATATTTTGTATAATTAATTTTGTTGTATCTTTATTAAAACCCATACCAGTTACAAATTCTATCAATTCTTCAAATTCATTCTCAGGTATATTAATTTCTTTTGGAAAGGTTGTTTTCATATTTAGAAAATCTTTACAACGAAACATATTTAATTGATATTTCCAATGATTATTATCTTTAATTGTTATCTCATAAAAAGATTGTATAATATCACACATTACTTCTACATTAGGAACATTTATGGTTATTTTGGAAGAATTTGCTTCGGAAAATCCATTAAACATAGATCTAAAATATGGACATCCTAAATACAAAATACTTTTATGAACATTTAAAGTTGTCATACTATTATTATCCACTAAATCAATAGTCAAATCACAAAAAATATCCGAGTTAAAAAGTGTTGATAAAGGTAAAGGATCCATTTATTTTTATTGTTAAAAATATATTTATTATCATAATAATATATTTCAATTTTATTAAAAAATTGAAATTTAAATCTTCAAGACATCACTTAAAAATATTAAACGAGTAAATATGAAAAAAATATTAATTCTTATATCATTATTACTTACAATGCAAAGTGTTTTTGGATTTTTGAATCATGATAATGACACCATAGGATATAAAAAAATGCTTTGTTACATGAAAAATAATAAATATGAAACTGCAATTGCGACATTAGTCATTCCTTCAACTGCGCAAATTATTTCTCGTGAAAATAATAATGGTTATAGAGAAGGTGAAATGGTAACAGACGCAGCTTTTGTCCAAAAAATGGAAACATTAGATGGCGAAATATTTGATGATAGTTTAGCGTCATATTGTTCTGATAACGGATCAGCTCTCTATTTTGAAACAGGAAAAACTACTCGAGAAAAATTAATTCCAAATATTCATCATGGCATCAGATTCTTTCCAAATAAAAAAGATGCTATTGATAATTATTATTCTTAATGCTTTATAAGTTATAAATCATTAAGATTTATTTTTTTGTAAATAAAATGGATTATCTTCATATAATTTATTCCACGGACTATTCATAATTTCATCATGATTAGTATTTTCCATATTGATTAAATGATTATAAGTCGCACCATAACTATCTTCATATTTTATTTTGTTTGGATTTGTCCAAAAACTTAAACAAGTATCACAATATAATGCTATATCATTATGCAATTTAACTAATTTTCTATAATGTCTATCACAAAGTGGACATAATGTTTCTTTATATAATTCATTAATATCTTTGGGCATTAATATATTATATAAATTTACTTTAATATTAATGATAAATTAATCAATATTATCTATTTCCAGATTATTTGAATTATTTTCAGATTCTGTTATAATTTTTGCAAATATATTTATTGGAACTATTTCTCCATTTATAATTCTAAAACATTGTGAATATCCAATCATATTTTTATCTATGGTGGGCATAATAAGAATATTTAATATATATTAAATATTATTATATCATTGTATTATTCTTTTCTACCAAAAGAATTAGTTAGTTGATTTGATATATTATTTTCTAAATTTGTCATAAATGTATGCATCTCTTTATATTCTTTAAAGTCTGTTATCATTTTAACAAAGGGATTTTCAGAGAAAGGATTATTTGTTTTAATTGGATAGGCTCTATAATCTTTAGTCGGAAAATAACTTGATGAATCGTCGGCATATTTCTTTGATCTTTTTTTTTTAATATCTTTATTGATAAATTTCCTGATTGCATTTTTAATATTTTCAATTAAAAACATTTTGTTATCATCAAACACAAGTTTATTTTCCAAAACTTTATTGACAATACAAAAACGTGATTCTGTAAGGGGTGTAACACTAAGAAGATAAATGACAACATGCCAATATTTTTTATGGCAAGCCCAACTCAAAGTAAAATTTTTTTTAATATCAACACCATGACTAGCCATATATTTAAATGTTTCTGGATCAGATAATTCACGTTCTTTTCCAATTATAATTTTATTAGCGCAAGTTTTTCCTCCAGACGGATCAACCATCATCTGGAAGTCAGGATCATTAACCGGTAGAGTTACGTCAACGAGTAAGTCACCCATATGTAAATATCTACAAATATTTTGTGAAGGGTCAGTTGGATCACAAAAATAAATTCTTCCAGGAACACAACTTCCATTTTCCTCAAAATTATTAATGGTATTTAAACCAGGTACATATCTCTTGTCACGATTTTTCCAACAATAACCAATAACCTTAAAATAAATTTTAGATTCCATATTAATTTTATTTAACTTTATTAAGTTATACTATTAAGAATAATAATAGTTCTTCTTAATAATATTTTTTCAATTTTTTTGTCGTCATATTTCTGAAAAAAAATTGAAAAAAAATATATTATGGATGTTATTATAATTAATCATTATTATCTAACTTTACAGTTAAAATCATAATGCAAACGTCAGACATTTATTTCAAAATAATTGGTGGTGATTGGATAAATCGTGACAAAAAATATCATTTAGGTGTTAATACTATTGACCATTTTGAAGAAAACGGTAGTTGTGTTCCTGGAAGAATTTATTTTTGTGATCCAAGTGATCCTTCACAAAATATTTGTAGATATTTATATTATGGAGATTTACTTGTTGATATTATTCTTCCAAATAATGATCCTGATTTTAAGATGATGATTGATCCATCTGGAGGAAAAACTTGTGCCAATAAAATTATAATAACCGCTGTGAGAAAATTAAAAGATGTTGAAACATTTAAATATTTAGAAAGTCATGGTGTTGATATTAAAAAAAATTATGTTTTGAAATGGGCATGTGATAAAAAGTATTGGCCCATTATAGAATATTTAATGTCTGTAACACCTAAAACAGAATCTCGCCATATGATTGTGTCTAAATTTTTGAAATATAAAAATTTAGATGGAAAAGCAATAAATAATTATGCTTATGATTTAATTGATTATAAAAATATTCTTTGCCAAAAAGAAAATCATAGTTCTTGTTATTTTAAAAAAATAAAAAAGGACATAAAAATTATGCATGATTATTATTATGTCGAATCTAATAGAAATTTAAGTATAGATCTAATTCCGGATGGAATTACTCATTTGAAGTTTGGATGGGATTTTAATCAACCTATACTTGGACATATACCCAAAAGTGTAACACATTTAACATTTGGGAATAAATTTAATCAACCTATATTTAAATGCATACCTAAAAGTGTAACACATTTAACATTTGGGAATAAATTTAATCAACCTATATTTAAATGCATACCTAAAAGTGTAACACATTTAACATTCGGAGATAATTTTAATCAATCAATAAATGGATGTATACCGAATAATGTAACACATTTAACATTCGGGGAAGATTTTAATCAACCAATAAATGGATGTATACCGAATAGTATAACACATTTAACATTTGGGCAGAAATTTGACCAACCCATAAAAGGATGTATACCAAATAGTATAACTCATTTAACATTTAAAAATAAATATATTCCTTCTCTTGAAGGTTCTATACCTAATAGTGTTACTCATTTAACTTTTGGACACTCTTTCAATCAATCCATTGAAGGATGTATACCTAATAGTGTTACTCATTTAACTTTTGGATACTCCTTCAATTACCCCATTGAAGGTTCTATACCTAATAGTATCACGCATTTAACTTTTGGATATTCGTTCAATCAACCCATAAAAGGATGTATACCTAATGGTGTAACGCATTTAATTTTTGGAAGGGATTTTAATCAACCCATAGAAGGATGTATACCTACTGGTGTCACGCATTTAATTTTTGGAAGGGATTTTAATAAACCCATAGAAGGATGTATACCTAATAGTGTAACACATTTAACTTTTGGTGATGGATTTAATCAACCGATAGTAGGTTCTATACCTAATAGTGTTACACATTTAACTTTTGGAACGGATTTTAATCAACCAATAGAAGATTCTATACCTAATAGTGTAACACATTTAATTTTTGGAAGGAATTTTAATCAACCCATAAGAGGATATATACCTAATAATGTCATTGCATTAGAATTCGGTAATGAATTTAATCAGCCAATTGATAAAAGTATACCTGATGGTATAATTCATTTAACTTTTGGAAATAAATTTTGTCAACCTATTGAAAATAATATACCTGATAGTGTTATTCATTTAGGATTTTAATAATATAGTTTGATAACTTTTTAATAATTAATTAAAATATTTTAATTAATTATTAAAAATTGAATTAAATTTGTTTTTATGTTAAAGAGTGTATATAATAAATTAAATGGAAAATATTAACAGTACCGATTTTTTAAAAAATAAAATCTTACAAAAAAATAAAATTGATGTGGTTTTATATCATGGACATTGTATGGATGGCTTTGGATCGGCTTTTATTATTTGGCATTATTATAAAATGAATTATGGTATTGAAGCTGCAGATAAGATAATGTTTATTCCTTGTTACCATCAAAAAGATTTACAAACATTTCCCTCGGAATTTTTAGAAAAAATTAAAGATAAAAATGTCATAATGTGTGATTTTTCTTATAAATATCATTAACTTTTGAATATTATTACTTTATCTAATTCTTTTATGATTTTAGACCATCATAAAACTGCGCAAGCGGAATTAACTAATATACCAGAATATTTAAAAGTTTTTGATATGAATAGATCTGGAGTTGGTATTACTTGGGATTTCTTTTTTCCCGACAAATTAATTTCCAAATTTTTAGCTCACATACAAGATAGAGATATTTGGACGTTTAAACTTGCAAAAACAAATGAATTTATCGCATATTTTAACGAACAAGATTTTAATTTTACATCGTGGGAAAAATATTTATTGGATGATAATGTGAATGAAGCTATTTTAACAGGAGAAAAATGGCTTGAATATCAAAAAATTACCATCAATAAAATAATTAAAAGAACATCATATATTATCCAAAATATTAAAGATCAATATACTATTGTTTTATATGTAAATTCTCCTGAATTTAAATCAGATATTGGTAATAAACTTTTTTATTTTTTTCCTTTTGGAGATTTTTCATGTGTTTGGGATTATTCTTTATACAAAGATGAAACATATTATAGTTTACGATCGACAAATGATAGATATGATGTTTCAACTATCGCTAAAGTATTTGGCGGAGGAGGCCATAGAAATGCATCAGGTTTGGCCTTTTCTGGAATGAAAGGATGTTTACCATATGAAAGAATAAATGATTATGGACTTGTTGAATTATTTACACAAAATAATAAAGGAAAAAATAATAATGGTGAATCCTTTGTTCTTTTTAAAACCAAAGAAATAATGAATGAATGGTTTGTTGAAAAATATGTTAATTTAATAAGGAGAAAATATAATTGTACTTGGTTTATTTTTGGAACTGATAATAAATATTTTGTCATTCATCGAGATAATTTTAATTTGTCCAGTAGTATGATTTATAATCAAGAAGAATTTAATAAGACATTCAATTTATTAATTTAATATATTAATATATTAAATCATTAAAGTTGTTTTTAATATTCATGTGATTTTTTAGCTTGTTTTCTTGTAGCGTAAAAGAAGAAGCCCTCACCTGATACTATATTGCTGTTTTTATTTAGACTTGCGGATTTTAATATTCCGCCCACACGATAATTATATTTTGGTCCAAGTAATACTTTATCAATATAACCTGATTGTTCTTCATGAGTATTAGATCCAAGTCCATACATTATTCCATTACTATCAAAATGGACAGGTGTATGTGGACCAGGAAAAGTTGATGATTCACAAATATGATCATCTGAAATGGTATTACCATCAAAATCTTCTATTTTTTCCACTGTTACTTTTTTTGTTTTCATTAATCCTTTGCTATTTTTATAAAAAGTGACCGGTACAACAACTGTGGAACCTCTTTCTACTCGAACAATAGCCAGAGCATTTTTCCATTTATCATCTTTAACTTTTCGACAATGAATCTTTTTGTATCCCAAAATCGGTTTATCTAGTTTATAAACACCTTGCCAATCCCATTTATCAAATTCCATTTTAATAATGATATAATATTATATCATTATTAAATGAAGCTTACAAAGATATTTTTTTTCAATTTTTTAATGGTTTCTTGATCTCATTGATGGTTGTTTGCAAACAAAGTTTTTCTTGTAATTAAAAAACTTTTTATTATTCCTTGTGGGACAAATTTTATTGGCTAGTTTTTTAGGAATGACATGATTCTTTCTTTGAATTAAATCACTTATTATCGGACCAAATGGTTTGTCAATAAATTCTTTTTCTACGCTAAAATATGAATCTCTCCTTTTTGGAAAAATTAATAAAGGTTCAGATGTTTTACCAGTATCTAATTTGTATTCTGAATATTTCTTATCAGCAATCTTACAAATTTTGTCCCATAAAGTTTTATCGAATGTATAGGCATTTTTACCTGTGCATGTAGATACCATAGAAACAGTCATTGGTGAATTTTTATGGAGATCGTTATGTCTATAACGAGTACATTTTGCTACTTCTTGAATGATATTTCTTTTTGGTAATATGGGTTTAAATTCATAATCTGTTTCGAATGAATGTCCAAATGCTTTTTCCATTAAAGCACTCATTGTAAAGGCTAATGTCATAGATGCAAGCATTTTAATACGTGAATTAGAATCAAGATATGAAGGCAACAAATATGCACTTGGTGGATATGATTGAAACGATTTAGATATATTTTGTCTTGATTTAATAAGCATATAGTTTTTTAAACCTTTTGCTAAAAGTGGATTCAAATCTTTGTAATTATTTAATGCATATTCTTCAATCTTTTTATTAGAAATGTTTATCAAACTCAAGTCTTGATTATAATATTCTTTATTTTTTCTCAAGTAAATACCAAATAATTGCGGATAATCTTTCATTAACAGGTCTTTAACAAACCAAACATTTGATATTTTAGATGCATGATAATATAGAGTTACACATGTTTTATTCTCGTTATATATATCACTTCTTATAGAATCATGTAAATAATAATCCATTTGGGAAACTTGCTTAAATTCAAACGTAATTTTACTATAACCATAAGTAAACATTTTTCTATCGAATAGATATGATTGATTATTACTGTAATCTTCTTTGTCAGGTTCTTCACCAATTAAAAACACATATTCATTTTTATATTCTTCAACAACAGAAAGTAATTCATCTTCAAATTTACAATGAATCCAGCTTATAACAATTGGTTCCGATTTATTAAAACATCCAATATCTAAAGTTTTCACCTTAGTAAAAGTAAAAGGGTGACTGCCAAATATTTTATTTGTTCCATCTGATGTACTAATCTTTAATTCATAATCTAATTTTTTCGCATAGTGTTTTAATCTAGCAGATAATAAACCATTTCCAGCAGCCAATTCATTTATTTTATTTATCTTCAAACAATCAAATATTCTTATTAATCCTTCGCATAATTCATTTGTGGGAATTTCCCAGATTCTGTTTTCATACATTTTAGTAAACAAATATAAATTTCCACAAGGAATGTCCCATAATTTTTCTAAAGCTACGAGTTGATTTGTCAAATTATACTTTGACCCATTATCACTATGATTTAAATAGTGTAAAAAGTTGTGATTAAGATCTTGAGAAATAAAATCACCAAGCATATTCATTTTAATGATTAAATTAATTATATTATAATTAATTTGACCTAATTTAATCATTGAACGGTTTAAATAAAATTTTTTCAATTTTTATTGAATTCAAAATGTTCTATTGGAAGGTACAGCAGCAAGACCAATTATTACACCATTATTACATTCATCAGGTACAATACGTCTTAATAAAATAGCTGTTCCAGTTAATAAATTAATTCCATATATACCAGTTTGTGTGCCAGTTCTTAAAACTGCTATGGCAGTATTAGATCTATTAACAATGGTAAATCCTAAAAATTGTGAAACATTGATACCAAGTGATCCCACTGTATTTAATGTTCCGTCATTAGCAGGATTTTGAGTAACTAATGCATTTTGATTTGTGTCTATACCATAAAGTGTAGTATTTACAGCTCCAATAAAATTATTTGTGTAAGCAATACCACCTATTGAAGGTATATTACCAAAATTAACATCACCAACAGCATATGATAAATTGGTATTTATTATAGTGGTACCCGTGTCAGGATTAACGGTAAGATTTTGTCCTGTGTTTGATACTATACGTAATCCATTCGTGATAGGATCAAAACTTAAACTAAACGATGTACCATTTAAAACTATAGGTGCACCACCAGCAGTTGTTAATCCAAAACCAATAGGTGTAGCAATTGCACCACATCTATCACTTATATTTAAAGTATATAAACGTCCACCGGTTTGTGTTCTCACTAATAAATATAATGTACGATTAGATGGTCTAAAAGCTATACCAACAGCTCTTTGTCCTGGATATAATCCTGAAATAGGATGACATCTTATTGAATCACCTAATTGAACATAATTTCCTTGATTATTTCTAGTTGCAGTTACGGATAATATATTATTATTACTATCCAAAGCATAAAATCTATCAGTTATTGTTAGATTATTAACATATTCACCGTAACAATCGTCTCTGTAGTCAAAATTATTATAATAACTCATTTCTACAATTTACGTATACTTTTTATAAAAAAAAGTATGCATATCCACCCCAAAAATTGATTAATATTTATTTTATTGTATATGAACAAATTATTAATAAAATAATGGAAAATATGGAACCATTGATTAATATTAAATTATGTGATCCTTTTGTTTGTGTTCAAACGTCAATAAGTCGAGAAATATTATTAAAATGCCCATATTTTACCAAAATGTTTACTCATTTTAAAGAAAGTAATTCAAAAGAAATATTAATGGAAGTAGTTGATTCACGTTTGACCGAAATAATTCTTAATTCATTTTCAAATAAGTGGATAAATATCTATGATTATATTGATAGACCAGGGTATTCAAAATGTAAATATTTACTATTATTATACATTTTGGAATATGTTATACTCATTTTTGCTTTGCAAAAATGAATATACATACGCAAAATGTTTCTATGTGTAATATTTACAGCAAAGCTGTAAATAATACCCTAGAACAAATGTTGTGATTTTTTAGGTGTGGATTTTGATAAAAGTATATTATATGATTTGAAAGTACATGAGGTTGATTTCGATTTATTATTAGATGTGATAGATATGATTGGGTGTGATAGAAAAACTATCCAACTATTAATAGACAATTTACCTCCAGATTATAATTTAAGAAAATTTCCAAAAGAATTGTTAGAAGCTATTAGATTACAACCAACATCATATATTATTGCTACTGGTAGTGAAGATAGGACAATCAAACTTTATAGAATATCTACAAATAGATTAACAACTAATTATTATTTTGATAAAAGTATTAAATATTATCCAACAAATAAAAAATATAAAATGAGTAATAAGATTCAATACATATCATATCTAAATAATAATCAAATTATATCATATGATGAGGATGGTATATTAAGAATCTGGAATACAATTACAGGTGATTTAATTAAAGAATTTTTTGACATGAGAAATAATTTTATAAATTCAATTAATTTATCTCCTGATGGTAAAATATGTGTATTAGATAAAAATAAAGATAATAAAAGTATTAAATTTTTTAATTTGAATACTTTTTCTTGGATAAATTCATTTATAAGATTAGAAAGACAAAAATATGTGGTTACATGTTGGTTATCTGTCACCATAATTATTTTGGGATATGGTGATGGTATTTTAGAAATACATGATATTGAAAATGGTGCTATAATTAAAAGTTGGGAAGCTTTTGATGAATTGATTGATGAAATACGCTTAAGTCCCGATGGTTCACAATTTTCCGTTTCATCATTTACAAGTGATTATATTAAAATTTATGATTCAACAAATTATGAACTTGTCACATTTATTAAAAGTACCAATAATATTGAAAATTTTATGTATTCATCAGTGGATGATTTTATTGTATCATTCAATTGGAGTAATGTTATTGAGATATGGAATTGTAGAACAGGATTATTAATTAAAAAATTTGAAGATTATTATAATTTATTTTATAGTTTGGACAATAAAAATAATATTAAATATATATGTTTTTCTCCATTAGGAAATCACTTAATTATTTCTAATAAAAATCGAATCATAATATTTGATTGGGAAATAGGAGAAGAAATATTATATTTTGATACTCATGATATATCTGATTTATGTTTGGTACCAGATTTTAATAATAATTTGATCAATAGAATAAATAAAATATTAGGTTAAAAAATTGAAATATTTAATTATTAGGTATTTCATATTGTATTATAATATTATATTATTAGCACAAAATATTAGACTATTAATTTATATTTTTAACAACTATACAAATATTTGTTAAAAATAATTTACCAAAGAATATTATAACTTAAACTTGCGGCAGAACCTGGGATAGAAATAGCTTGAGTACCATTTTTGGTATATTGTGCTGAAGCTCTGGCTCGATATGCTCTTCTTTTTGAATCAGGTGCTCCATCGGCATAAGTATATGCACCATCTTGACCAAAATAAATTTTTCGTCTTTTTCCATTGTAATCAGTATAGGTAGCTTTAAATCTTTTTCCCTCTCTATCAGATTTACTTACTTTAAGATCAGGTAAATCATAAATCCTTCTATATTTATCAATATTATTAGCGATATATCTGTTCATATAATTTTATTTATATATTTTTATATAAAAAAGTAGTGTAAATTATATTAGCATATGTATACACTTGATTTAAGAAAAATAGGTAAAATAACTAAAAAATGTGAAGATTATCTTTCACTGTTATTGGCAAATACATGTATGATTGATAATTTTAAATATTCTTTTAGTCTACAAGCTAAAAATGATTTTGGTTGGTGTAATGAAAATTTACAACCATATGTAATAGCAGGATATATTACTAAACAATCGTCTCGTGTTAAGTCAGGTAATATTGAATTTGTTTCTTCAAGTGAATGGTTAAATAGTATTTTAACTTCTGGAAATATATTAAGTTCTGAACATTTACAAATGTCTATGTGTTACATTAATAAAAATATGCCATTTTTTGATATTGTTAAAGGATCAGAATATATTTCCGGAAAAAATACTTGGTCTGATGCACCTCAACCTTTAAAAGATATTTTAGATATTCTTGATGATGCATGTCTTAAAAATGAAGATATTAAAGTATGTGTTCCAGAAATATCTTATGTTGATTCAAGTTCTAAAGAAGAATTGCACAAAATGGATTTGTCTCAAATTAAGCAAAATAAAGACAAATTAAAAATAGAATGGTCTAAATAAATTAATATATAATTTTATTATTATTAAAATGAATGATGATAAAATTATATTTCAATTAATAGATTCCAATGTTAATGTTCAATTAGACAAACAATTTTCTGGATCAGACGTTAAAGATGTTGTGCATAAATTCTATGAATATATTTACAATACCTTAAAAAATGAAAAACTTTTATCAGTAATAAATATTACCATAAAAAATATTCAAAATAATAAATTATACTATTTTGATATTGAAAATTATTAATTTTAATTACCTGTTTTTAATATACTTGTACCCTTCATTAAATCGTGAATATTTATATTATTATTGATCGATGGACAAGTTTGATGATATCCAAATAAATCATCTGTTCCAAACTTAAAACAATGATATGTGTAATTAATCTGTACTTTACCTGATATGGGTTTCATTAAATATATTTTAAAAGTAATATTATCTTTGTCTGATAATAAATATTTTAATCCCAATGTATCATTATACAATATATTAATTCTAAAATTATCTCCATCTTGAGTTACTTTAGATATACCAATTAATTCTTCTTCTTTTAATAATTCTACATGTGAAATTATTATATCAGATCTTTTCTTAATGTCTAAAATAGAAAAGATAAACGTCGTATATTCATTTTTCTTATTATAATCAAGAACTCCATATAGTTCAGCTCTTGCTTCAATAAATCTTTCATTATTATGGAGAAGTTCAAATTTATCAGAAAATATATGAGGATATTTCGATTTATTATGTTCTATAATATTTGTTGTATTGAATTTTATTATTGACGTGTCTTTTATATTATTTATTGTATATTTGTCAGATATTGTTGATTCAATAAATCCAAATCCATCATGATACTGATCAATATTTTTATAAGTGAACTGATTCACCGATTTTATTTTAACTTCAGGTGGAAAATACAATAACATTTCTGATGATCTATATGCATTATATAATGGTGGATCATATAAAATTCCCATCATATTATTTTCATAATCAATAATAGCTATATTTTTCAATAATAAATTACGAATATAAAACTTATTAAAGCCGTATCCATTATATGCTCCTACATTAATATATCCACTTTTCACTGATTTGAAATTAATACCTGAATTAAATTTAATAACAACATATTTAACCAATGGTCCAATAAATATACGGTCAGATGAAAAAAGTTTGTTGTAATTATAGAAACAAGAAAAAAAATGACCAATATCATCTTTACATATTAATTGCCATGAAGCTGATTTATTATTGTATTTATGACATCCCAATTGGAAAAAAGAAAATTTATCAATATCAATAAATTCTTCAACTTCTGTATCAATATTGGACATATAAAAACGTAACTCATTTTTAATTTCTTCTGTAAGTGCATATTTCCAAGGATTTTTTAAATGATTGATCATATTTTGAAATTTATAAAAACATCTGTCAATTAAAATACCGGTGTAATCTGGATTATGTTTTTCATTATAATAAAAAAATTTAACGAAATATTCTAGTTTTGATTTTAAAAATTCTTTGTCAACATTAAAAATTTTACCTCCAACATTTATATTAACCATATTTTCAGAATCAACATCTTCATCATAAATAATTCCACACACTTTCAAATCATTTTCCACATCTGAAATATCATCTGGTAAAACATTATCACGTAAATTATTTAAAATAATATCAAAGTTTTTTGATGACATATTTAATTTAATAGTGTTATCACTTATTTTACTAATTAAATAATTACACTTTTGGAGTGTTTTACGTGTAGTTTGATATGTTTGATCATTTGTTATAATGTTTATTATTTCGTTCATTGATAATGAAATAAATAATATTTATTTATAACTTGTTTATTTTGTTATACAGATCATCATTATTTTTTTCTATAAAAAAAATTTTTGATTGAAAGGAAAAATGTTTATTATCTGGACAAACAATAATATTTGATAGTGTATCATAATTATGAGTATCATATATTTTAATTTGTCTGATGCTATTTAAAAATGCAAATTGTTTATTATTTGAACACGATAATGAAAGTGGAAAATTACCATATGTTTCTCCTACTTCATCTATGATTTTAATTAATTTCCCTATTGAAAGATCATAAACTTCAAATTCAGTCTGAGTAAAATAATATAAATATCTACCATCACAAGAAAAACATAATTCTACAGCATGAGTAGAATATATTAAAGTATTGCTATCAAATGCATAAATTTCTACATCATGATCACCATATATACATGCAAAATATTTATTATTTGGAGAAAATATTATTTTACTTATATATGGATTCTTTTTGTACTCAACACGATTCTAATAACCTTTTATTTTTCCTGTTTCTATTTCAATAAAATATGTATGATTTGATTTTGTTATTGCCAAATATTTACAATCGTCTGATATAAAACATTCGTTAATAAATTCCCTGACAAGATTAATATTAATTGTTTTAATTTTTTCTTCGGTATCAAAATCATAAGTAATTATTTCACCACTCGTGTTTATAAATACAATAGTGTTATTCTTTTTGTTATAACCAATATTAATTATATAGTTAGAATCCACGTGATTAAATTTATTCGTAAAAGTTAGATCATGTATATTCCATATTTCAATACTACGATTCATAATAACCAGATAATTTTTTATCAATAAAACTCGATAATTACACCACCCATTGCTACTAATAGTAGTTCTAGAAACTTGTTTAATTAATTTATTAATATTTATATTCCAGATGGATATATTATCATCGGAACAAAATAAAATATCATACTTATAGTAATATTTAATCATTTCTTTTATATTTTTATCTAAATTGGATAAATCATAATCGTTTGGAATATTTTCTACCAATAATTTTAAATATTTAGAAGATAATCTAATATCTTGTAATACAGATATCAACATTTCAAATCCTTCAGAATCTACTTTTAAATTTTCTAATAATGAATGATCAAAAGGTACTAATAAATATTTGCTGCAATAATATAATGTTAATACTCTTAACCATTCTGGGTAATTACCAGTGTTTGTTTCTTTTTAATAAAATTTGTTAATAATATCTTTCGTAACAAATACATTTGGTACATGTAACTTGACACTTTTAGAATTACTTTCCAAAAAATTTTAGTTTGCAAACATTTTTTCGAAATATTCACATGAAGAACATAATATATTTTTATGCGCATTAAATGTTATTTCATTATCTTCATCTATTAAGGTTAAACTAATATCTGTGAAAATATTATTACAAAAATAATAGTATAATTTGTCATAATTCATATTAATTATTTTAATAATATTAAAATATTTAATGTTAAAACATAATTAAATTTCATTTTTTTTATCTTTTACAAAATCATCAGGAAAGATTAAATTAATAGGAATAATATTTTCAAGTGGATAATATCCTTTAGTAGAACCCCAAAATTCAAAGTCACCATTTTCGCAAATTATAAAAGTTCCCATTTGAGGTACAGATTTATCTCCCATAGTTATAGACATAAGAGAATAAACTCTTCCTTCAAGACATTTTTCTCCATGTATGTAATTCATAGTACCACTATTATTATAAGATCCATGTATTACTGATTTACTTAAATGAACATATAATAGTAGTAATAGTATGGCAATACAACTAACAAATGTGAATGTAAATTTTTTGGAACACATACTTTAGTTTTTTAATAAAATATTAATACGGTTTACTTATTTTAACGAAAAAAAAATCAATTTTTAAAGAAAAACATCATGACAAATTTTATGATGACTTTATTAATAAAATTGAAAAAAATAGTATTAGATTAATCCATAGATTTATACTATTATTAATAAATAGTATATTACATTATGTTGTTCTCTATCTTGCTTTCGTTTATTTCCGCTATTTTCGCTTATGAAATAGCAAGACATTGTGGAGCTGATATGAGAATTGGTGGATTAGTACAACCTAAAGGTGTGATAATTACTACCATTGGTGCAATTGCTGGATTTTTTCTTGGAACCATGGTAGATATTATTCTATTAGTTAATTATTTGTATAGTTAAATAGTTTTATGATTATAAAATTATTTAAGCATATTAAGGAGAAATCAATTATGGACATATTAAATTTACCAACATTATTATTAATTTACAACAAATAATAAATTTAATATAAATCGGTGTTCCATAATATAATTATTGTGATAACATGGGACATAATATTTTAAAACCTGATTTTTATAATCATCTTGAAGTAATTTTATATAATGGTCCTCCTAATACATTATATGGTAAATATCATGGATATGTTGGTTATGGAGAATATGGTTGTGAAGATGGTATTATAAAAGCTTTAGACAAATGTTGGTCTGTTGATTATTTATTTGATAATATAATTAATCCATCAGATAAAGTTATCATCGCATATTTAAAAAAGAGAAAATCTTCATTTGACAAAATAAAGAATCCCTCTAGGAATGTGATAAAATTTGCAATAACACAAGATTATAAAATATTTCTAAAATATAAACATCTCTTTAATGAAAATGAAATATTAGAAATATTGGCCGAATGTCCAAATATTATTGAATTTATAGAACAACCAACATATTTAATGTGTAGATTAGTTATTGAAAAAAATAGTTGGTGTATTGAATACATTAAAAATCCATCTCATAAATTATGCGAATTGGCCATTGAAAAAAATCCTATGTCTATATGTTATATTGATAAAAATAATCAAACACCAGAATTATGTAAAAACGCAATTATTGGTATATGTTCGAACAGTAGTAGATATTATTCTAATAGTAATATATTAAAAAAATTACAATATATTGATGATGAAATTATAGACGAAATTATTAACTCTAAATTTTTATTGTGTGAATACAATTCTATTCCAAAAGAATATTTAACAGAAGAACGTATCAAGAATTGTATCACTAAATGTCCAGAATGTATTAAACATATGGATGAATTGACACAAGAGTTATGTGATTTAGCATTTAATAATAATTATAAAACTATTAAATATATACCACATCAATTTCAGTTAACATATATGACCAATTTTATTAAAAACAATGACATATATTATTTAATACCATTTATTAAAGATTTGGATCAAAATTATTGTGATAATATGTTTAATCATTATTGGTCTAATATTAAATATATTCCACCTGAATTTCAAACAAAAGAAATGTGCAAAAAAGTTGTTAAAGAAGATTATAATTATTTACAATATTGTGCGCATATTGATAATAATATTTTAGATGAAATTTTTATGTCACATCAATTAAAAAATACGCCGAAAAAGGATAGATTTAATTTTATTAAATATTTTGAAAATGATGTTATTGTAAGAATTATAAAAGTTAGACCATATATAATTTCTGTTTTACCTGAAGAAAAACAAAGTGACGAAATAATTAGAACTGCATTAAATGCAAATGGATATACTTTGGAGTATGTGATAAATAAAAGATTTGAATATATAGAATTGGCATTAAAAAATCAACCGAAAGCTATTAAACATATTAAATAATTATTAATTATTCAATAAGTTTTTCCTTATAAAGATAAATATCTTCGTAGTCTGTGGAATTAATTTTAAATCCACGTTTGTATAACATAACATCAAAGGGTGTCTTACCATATATGCAAATATATTCATCTTCATCTATTTCATTGCCATCAAACTTTTGTAATGATTCGATTTGATAATGTTTTGCTGTGATATGCCCTTCAATATCCGGTTTTTCAGGAGTGATTACTTTTGTGAAGGATGGTATTTTCAAAACAGCAATTCCAGCAATAGGTTCAGATGAAAAATTAAACGTACCATTTATATTTTTCATACACATAACAGGTTGATGTCCTTTAATAGGACTAAAAGTATAATGCCTACCAGGAGTATGAAAGCGAGTATTTGTTTTCTTCATTGTTTATTCTATAATCTATTTTAATGAATCATACAATAAATAATTTTTTCAATTTTAATTATAGCATATTTTATAACTTGATGGTATATATGGTTTTAATAAATTAATCATTTTTTTATCATTTTCTATAAATTTTTTTAATTCTATTATATTATTTGGAACAAATCCTTTTTTTATTAATAACTGAACATATTCATATTTCCTTTCATAAATAGCTCTTTCAAGAATATTATTTGGTAAATATTTTTTAATTTTTTCAAAACCATACACCGATGTTAAATATTCAAAAATTTCCACAGATGTGTTTATTAAATTTTTTACATTTAATTCGTTATCGTGAAATTTATTGATTTTATATTCAATTAAACAATTAACCATATCCAAGTTTCTATATTTACAAGCATAATGTAGTGCATCATCAATAACTATTTTATCATATGTTTTTTTCTTGATTAAATATTTAACAATTTTTTGTCTTTTATTTTGAACAGCCTTTATTAAAAATAAATCATTATCAATGGAATAATTTTGTTCTTCTAAATATTTAATGATACTAAGATGTCCTCTTATAAAAAGTTTTATAATACAATCTTTGTCAATAAATGCACCCAATGATACATAATATTTTAACATATTAATTTTACCATAATGACAAATAAATATAATATATTCATTCTCAATTATATTAATATAATTTTGTCGTAAATATTTAATCATATCAAGATCATCATTATAAATGGCTAAATAAAGTAATTTATTTGCATATCTAAATAAGTTTATTTTATTTTCAATCAAGAATTTCAGATTTTGATAAAAAATTTCGACATAGTTTTCTATTGAGTTTATGTTCAGATTATTTAAAATATTTATAATATGTCCTTTATCAAAATAGTATTTAAATCCTTTGAATAATAAATATTTCGCCATTTCGTAATGTTTATTTTTTAAAATAAACTCAAAATCATTTGCATTTAAAAAATCAATATTCATACATATATTTTTTGATTCAAAAAATTTTACTATTTTAATATTTCCACTATAATATACAAATTTAAATATTTCATTATTAATTTCTATTTTTACTCCTTTACTAAATAAATATTTAATAATTTTTAAATTACCTCCACTACACAAAATTTTAAATGCTTCCTCGTATATTTTTTTATTAAAATTAAAAGAAAATGATAATTTTATAATTTCTATTCTATTATTTTTACATCCATACAAAAAAACTTTTTTATTTGGCTCTACATTTTTAAATAATTCATATATTAATTGATCATAATTTATTGTTGATGATATATTTTTATGGATAACACCTTGATCAATTTTTTGATTAAACTTTAAAGAATCTATTATGTTGACCAATAAAAATCTTTGCTTTAAATTCAAGTTTTGACCCAAACAATAATCTATCAGAATATCATTATTAGTTAATAAAGCTTTTTCGAATATGTGCGGTATATTTTCTACATTAAGTTCGAGTTTTAAAAAATATTTAACAAATAATTTATTATCATACAAAGATGTATATTTTAAACAATAATCATTATCAGCATGAATATTAGCTCCTTTTTTAACTAAATATTTTACTACTTTTAAATGGTTATTTTCACAGGCCAATTTTATAGCATGATTATCAAAGGCTTTAATATTACCTCCGTGTTTAACTAAATATTTGATAACTTTTAAATGACCATTTTTTGATGCTGTCCTTACAGCATAATGATAATCATTTTTTATTTGGCATCCGTTTCTAACTAAATATTTTACCACATTTAAATGATTAAATTTAGCAGCTTTACCTACATATCTATTTTTTTTACATTTAATATTAAATCCTCTACTAATCATATATTTGACAATATTAATATATCCTAATTTGCAACACATATTAAATAATGCATTATGACAATAATTAAAAACAAAATAATTTCTTGTAATAGGACTCTTTATTGATTTTAAATAATCAACATATTTAATGATATCCAAATAATTATTTTTGAATAAATGTTTATAAATATTCTTTTGATATCTTATTAAGGGAACCAATGATAAAAAATATTTATTACATAATAATAAATTAATAGTATCATTTCCTGTGAAAGTAGTAATATATACCCATACTTCAGAAGGTACACTAGTCAATATATTAGGATTCATTTAGATGAATTATTATTATTTAACCATGATAAAATATTAAAGTATGTGATTCATATTTCAATATTTTATACTATTTAAAATAGATTGGTTTCATTCTGTGGACCACTATATTTTATCGTGTACGGAAGTGATCTTAATTTCTTTTCAAACAACATTAAGATGTCTATGTAAAAGGGTTTACCAGCAAATATATGTTGTCCAACAAACACTTCTATTTCATATTTGACAGCTTCTTCTAAAGCATCTTCTTCAGAATCAGCACTAACATAATATACAAGATCTTCATTTCCATGAAAAGTTACAATATAACATTCTTTTTCAAAAGAAAAAGACATGTTTATTTATTATGATCATCCTTTAAAGAAACAATTTAATACTATTTTTTTCAATTTTTTACATAAATATTTCTCGACGAAATAATTCGTAATGTGGAATAACATGTAGTTTTTCCATGATAAAATCTTTTTTTGATTCACTAATTAATTCTCCTGTTAAAATATCAAATACATAAATATTTTTATTTTTTGTGCAAATAATATTATTGTTTGGCAATAAATCAAATAAATATAAATTATGGCGTTTGTTACTCTTAAAATTTATTTTTCTCACTAAATTAAGAGATACAGATTCATATATATTCACATGTTCTGAATTAGCTGTTACTAAATATTTATTATTGTATGTATATTTAAGTTTTTTAATAACTGAATGTTCTTTTATTAAAGTTTTTTCACCTGTTTTAAAATTCCATGCAAGTATTTGATCGTAACTTTTAAAAACCACTTGATTTAATCTTGATGAAATACACACACAATCAATAGGACTTATTTCTGTTTCCAATTCATTAATAATATTATGTGTTGTGTAATTCATCACATATATCTTTTTATTACAAACAATTGTTATTAAAAAACCATAGTTTGAATTTAGTCCATCATACCAATCGGGTAAGTAAAAATTATTAATATTTGTAAATTCTTTAAAAATTTGGGTTAAATTATTAAATCCAATAGAATAAATATATAATTTGCCTTCATATAAAAATACTATATCATTCATCCATGCAAACATTTTTATTGGACTATAACAATATGCATTGCCCTCTAATTGTAATTTATTTGAACTTGTTATTAAATTTTTTGAAACGTCCAAAACTTTAATAATATGTGTATGTCTTTCTCCATCATAAAATCTTACAGGATTTCCAATAATTACAATATTTTGTAATTTTTCTTTATGCGTTGTAAATATAAAATGATTGTAATTTGTTTCTAGAAAATGATCATTCCCACCAGAAACCAAATTTATTTTTTTTGTTTCGTTTAATTTAGTATTTTCTAAAAAAATATTATTTCCTGATCTAAACATCAAATCATAAGAAAATACTTTTTTTGACACAGTTTTTAGTAAATCATTTGATAAATTAGATAAATCAAAAGTTGCTGGCATATTTATCATAATACAATCCAATAAATATGATGTTTCACCAATAATATTAATCATATTTAATAAATCAGTGAATTCATTTTTTGGAACAATTACTTCTGGAAACTTTTTATTAATCAAAAAATAATCACAGCATTGATGAATATATAGTAATAATTTCCAATTGATATTAGTGGGAATGTTAAAACCATAAATTGATTCAATAACTATTTTTGCAGCTTGGACATTAAATACATTTATGTTAATGATTAATTTATCTGATTCAATAAATTTATTATTTAACATTGTCTTAAAATATTCATTAAAACTATACAATACACATTTATGAACATTTAATTGTATTTTTTTCTCTGCATCAATTAAAATTAATGTCAAATCGCTAAATTTTTTTGAGAAATATAATTCTTTCAAATTATTCATAATTTAAGTACATTGTAATTTATCTTTATTTAGAACAATAAATTATTATTCTAGATATCGTTAAAATTATAAACAAATTATTTCCTTGTTTCCAAAATATTATGTATTTTTTTTGCCAATTGATAATCTTTACCCGGTATTAATTTCATATTATAAACATAATGTTTATTTTGGATGTGATTAATTAAATTATATTCTTTGTCATAAATATGTGTGGTCTTACCACAATAAACAATTAATTCACCACCAATTTTAAAATCTAAATCGGTGATATCTTTACCCTTATTTGGTTTAAATTTTTTTATTTTTTCACAAGATATTAAATCATAAACAATTACACTATCACGTACTTTGACAACAAGATGTTTATTATTTGGAGATAATTTATACTTGCATGTATAATATGATTTTAATTTAATTTTTATAATCTCGTTATTCAAATAATTCCAGATTTTAATTATATTATTAATTCTAAATATAACCACACTAATATTTGAACTTATTATAATATCCTTTACGTTATATTTTTCATATTTATTTATGGAATTTCCAGAAGAGTCAAATACTTCAATAAAACCATGATATGAAATCGCTGTATGACATAAATAATCACAATAAGAAAAATGATCTATTTCTTTATTTTTTGTAAAATGTTTTACAAATGATTGTTTTACAGAATCATATATTTCTAGTTTATGATCATGATGTATTAAAACTTTGCCATCAGACATATATTTAACTCCTAAAGGAATACGATATGATTGATTAACTGTGATATCACTAATTTTTTTAAATTCAAGATTCATTTTGTACATAGACATAATATTTTCACATTTATCTTCATTTTCTAAAACAATAAGTTCATTTGTTTCAGGTACATAATCATAATGTATAAAATAGTCATATCTCATTCTACTTTTTATTATTTTATCACTGGTTTTAAAATTACATATAACAATGTCGTACATTAATTCTTTAACAATATTATAAGCATCACATAAATCATACATTAATTGTAGTAATTCTGTGGGAAATTGTTCAAGATCATAATTTTCAGGTAAATTTTTAATAATACATTCAACAATATCATTTGGATATCCTAAAGAATCTATCAAGTCCATAAATTTTTCAAACTCATCCTCACTAATTTTCATTTGGGGAAATATTTTTTCTTGAAAAAAGAAGTCTTTGCATTTATAAACATCTATTTGTAATTTCCAATCAAGATCAATTGTATGATTAATATCATAAAATGATTCAATAACTAATTTAGCAGCATCAATATTTAGTACTTTTATAGTAATTTCTGATTCACTTGATTCTTTGAAATTATCCTTGAGCATATTTTCAAAGTATGGGTTTTTAGAATATAAAATGCATTTATGAACTTGTATTATATCTTTTTTGTTATCATCTATTAATGTAATAGTCAAATCAGAAAACTTTTTATCATAATATACTTTTGATAACGACATTGTTTATTGGTTTAGTTAATGATTAACTAAACCAATAATATAATTAATCATTCAATTTTTTAATATATCGTTAATTTTTTGTACCAATTCATAATCTTTACCATCAATACAATCTATGGATTTAATATTCGTGTCGTGGATTGTTTTAACTACTAATCCCGATATAATGTTCCAAACCTTTGCATAATTTTCATAACAAATAATTATATCACCATATTTTGTTGATTTAAAAATATAAACAGGATCATCATCTATTTCAATAATATTCACCAATTCATAATTATTATTAGACCATACCTTAATTTTATTATTATTAAAATCATAAGCTAAAATATAATTATTGCATTCAGAATAACATATGATCACTTTATTATTTTCATTTTGATTGGGTAAAGTAATTTTATAGTTTTTTGATTCAATATCAATAATTTCTATTAATTTAGTCACGTTATTGCGATATATAAATTCTTTCTTTTTGTCGGTATACATAACATCTAATATTTCATCTTCACATCCGATTGACATAATTTCATCTCCCGAATGGATATTATAAATATGAATAATTTTATCTTTTAATTCAAGTACCATATATTTATAGTCATCTTGGAACCATTTATAATATTTATTGCACCATCGACTGGAAACTTGTTTTATTTTGCATTTTTTTATAATAATTTCATTTTTCTTTTCAATGTCATAAAGATGTAAATTATTATGTTGTATTAATAAAATATATTTTTTTGATTGATATTTTAATCGCCGCGGTACTATTATGTCGAAATTAAATTCTCCAATTAATTCATTTTCTGAAAAATTATAAATATAAAAACCTGAACCTATAAACATAATAAATTTTTTAATATCAGGGTAAAATATAAATCCATGATGATTATTATGTTTTTCAATTAGATTTAATTTATTAGTATTATCTGGCATTATATTTATTTTATCATTTATCCAAACGTATAAATATTTTTCGCATAAATTTAATAGTTTTTCCAGTACGCATTTTGGTAATTTTGACAAATCATAATCTTTTGGTAAATATTTTTTAATATATTTAATACATCCAATTGGATAATTAAAATGATCAAGTGTTTGCATAAACTCATCATATTCTACTGGAGCAATATTAATTTTAGGGAAATCAATATTTTCTACCTGAAAATATTGTTGCATGAAATATAACATTAGTTTTTCTTTCCACCCATCAAACAGTGGCAAAGGTTTACCATAAAATGATTCAATAATAATTTTAGTAAAATTTGCATTTTCAACCCAAAGAGTAATATTATCTTCATTTTGTTCTCTAAAACCTCCATCTAATATTTTTCTAAAATAAGGACTTCTTGAGTATAAAATACATTTGTGAACATTCATGTGTACAACATCTTCACTATCCGATATTTCCAAAGATAAATCAGAAAAAATACCTGATTCTAATAATATTAAATCGTTCATTGAAATTTATTAATAAATCATAAATAATTATGATTTATTAATAGTGAATAATTTTCAATTTTAATTAATCTTTTCAGAATAGATAACATTTGAACCATTAGAAAAAACAATTACAATTGTCTTTATGTTATCATTAATTGTTATAGTTTCTGACAATATTTTATGATTCTGAGACATGATATTATTTTTTAGAACATCAAGCCAATTCTCAACAGGCGGTTTTTGAATTTTTATGTCTTTATCTCTTTGAATAGATTCGGTAGGTTTTAAAATATCGCATACGTCATTATCAATATTTTCTCTAACTTTTATATATTTATTTATGTATGCAGTATATGTATCACGATCCAAGTATTTCGATAGCACACTGCAAATTAAAACATAAGGTAATGATTTTTTAATATTAATATCATTACTAATTTTTGGTGATTCTACGAGTGTATTAATGAATATGTTTCTAAATCCAGGCTGTAAACTTCTACAAATGAATAAAATACCATCATCATCTAATGTAAAATTTTTTGATTTATTTAGAATAAGAATAAAAGCATCAATCATATCGTTTGAATAAACAAACGAATCCAAAATTTTTGCGACGTCAATTTCAGAAAATGTTGTTTTGTGACAAACAATATTCAAAAATTTAATTTTATTCTCATCCTTTTTTAATAAATTCATGCAATGAAATATATTATTTCCATTAATAGTATTTGTTTTGATGAGTAATGATTTTGAAATTTCAATAATGTTAGATTCATTATTAATATGTGAATTTAGTAAAATCATGTATAGAAAACCTGAAGATATTGAGGGATAAAAAGACTGGAGCATTCGTGCTGCTATAACTTTATCTCTATCATTAAATTCATTCAATAATTTTATTATTGTTTCAGAAGTTAAATGTTCTGTTGATCCACAAGATATTTTTTCAAGGAGAAATTTTAGAACTTGTAATTTTATTTTTCCTGAAAATAAATCGAGAATTTCTTGTAAATATGTAAATAATTCCCCATCCAGATGATTATATTTAGTGTAATCCAAAAGTATTTTAGCTCTTTCATCATTAAACCAACATGCGTCCTCTAAATTTTTTATCAAAGTGTGATAACTCATTATTATTATTATGGATAAACGGTATATGAACTATTTTATGAATAAATATTTCAATTTTATTTAACTTGTTTTTTAAACAAATTAATTAAAAATAATGACACCAGATTTCTTTGATGCTTTAATTAAATCAGAGAGTAGTCTTTGTTTTGCTTCTGTACATTCTTTTCTTCCAGTACTAGTTATCTGACGCCAAATACTACATTTTTCTTGAACATCAAAATATCTGTTTCCAAATACTTCAAGAGCATCGTAAAACTCTTCAGTAATTTTTTGATTGTGGCTCATTTTAATATAAAACTTTTAATAAAGAACAAATTAAATACTATTTTTTTCAATTTTTTATAAAAAAGTAATTTTAATTTTTGGATCAATAAAATATATATTCTTTTCATAAAGTGATTTAGTAAGTGTTAAATGAGTCAAGGATAATGGTAAGAAACTTTTATAAGGTTCTGACTTTTGAATGGTATATTGTGAATGAATATTGTCAGAGTTAGAATCAAAATCACAATCATAACAACTATTTATAGGATACAAACATGGATTAAATTGTAAAATGTAATTATTCATTTTACCCAATGATTGATTAAATTTATTTCCAAAAGTTAAATGAGTTACACTATTAGGTATACAATCCGTAATGGATTGATTAAAATAATATCCAAAAGTTAAATGAGTTACACTATTAGGTATACAATCCATTATAGATTGATCAAAATAATTTCCAAAAGTTAAATGTGTTATGCTGTTAGGTATACAATTTAAAATAGGTTTATTAAATACAATGCTAAAAGTTAAATGAGTAACATTTTTTGGTATATATTTTTTTTTATTTTCATCAATATCATTAATAATTAGGTGAAATACACTATTAGGTATATGTCCTTTAAATGATTTATGGAATGTTAAACATTTAATTCCAGGAAGAATTTTCCCTTGTATTTCTTCATTATAATGATTATTAAAAGTTAAATTTATTAAACTATCAGGTAAATATTTTATGGATTGATTAAATTTTTCCCCAAAAGTTAGACTTTTTAAAGTATTTGGCAAAATATTTTCATTTATTTTTTGATTAAAATTATCTCCAAAAGTTAAATCAATTAAGCTGTCTGGTAAAGTATTTTTATTAATTACTTGATTAAAATCACGTCCAAATATTAAAAATTTAATACTATTCGGCAAACACCCATCCACATTTTGATTAAATGTGGAACCAAATACTAATTTTAATATCGTATTTGGAATACAATTATTAATAGGTTTATTAAATGAATTTAAAAAATCTAAATAAGTAATACCAAATGGTATATTTTCGTCAATGGATTTATAGTAAATAGTTTTAAACTTGAAATTACTTATTAAATTTTTTACCTTGTGATAAAAATATAAATTTTTCAAACAAACATATTTAGAACAATCCCTAAAAAATTTACACGTAAAGAAAAAAGAAAATTTATCTTTGTCGTTTAAATAATTACAAATATGAATAAGTAATTCAATAGGTAATTCATTCATATTTATAAATATATGCTAATATTTAATAATGTAAATAAATAATTAAAATGTTTTAACTATTTATTTATCAATTTTATGATATTATTTCACAATATCTTTCACAAAAATCCATTTTTTCAAATATTTCGCTATTTCAATATATTTTTTCAAAAGCTGATCTTGTTGCTGCATTATTGTTTGTATGAATATTAACCCCACAATCCACTAAATATTTAACTATTTCAAAATATCCGTTATGGTGAGCACATAACAATGTATGATTATTTTCTGCATGAATATTTGCTCCATTTTCCACTAAATATTTGACCATTTCAAAATGTCCATACTTTGAAGCCCAAATAATAAACAATCATTATCCACATGAATATCTGCTCCATTTTCTATTAAATATTTGACTATTTCAAAATGTTTATCTTCAAAAGCCTTTACTAACGCGTTATCATTTTTTGCATGAATATTTGCTCCATTTTCCACCAATAATTTTACTATTTCTAGGTTTCCACTCCAAGAAGCCCATCTTAATGCGGCGTCATTTTTGGCATGAATATTAGCTCCTTTTTCTAATAAATATTTAACTACCTCAAAATGTCCATTTCCAGAAGCCCATCTTAATGCATAATCATTTTTAAAATTTATATTTGCTCCACATTCCACGAAATATTTAACTATCTGTAAATGTCCATTTTTTGAAGCCAATATAAATGCATAATCAATATCCATACAAATATCTCCATCACATTCCACCAAATATTTAACTATTTGTAAATGTCCATTTATAGAAGCCCATTTTAATGCGCTATCATTATTTGCATGAATATTTGCTCCACAATCTACCAAATATTTTACTATTTCAAAATGTCCATTTTCTAAAGCCCATCTTAGTGCATAATCATCTTTTGCGTGGATATCTGCTCCATTTTCTACTAAATATTTTACCACTTCCAAATATCCATTATTTGAAACCCATCCCAATGCATAATCATTATCTGCGTGTATATCTACTCCGTTTTTCACTAAATATTTGACTATTTCCAAATGTCCATTTTCTGAAGCCAATTTCAATGCCTGACCATTGTATGCATTATTAGCTCCGTTTTCTACTAAGTATTTAACTAATTCCAAATGCCCAAATTCAGAAGCAAATCTCAATGCATCATCATCGCACGCATGAACATTTGCACCATTTTCTACCAAATATTTAACTACTTCCAAGTGCCCTTTTTCAGAAGCCCATCCTAATGCTAAATCATCATCCGCATTAATATCTACTCCAATTGAAATCATATATTTCCATGTTTCTGGATCTCTAAGATCACGTCTTTTTCCTAATATGATCATATTTGCTCCATATTTATCTCCCTCTGGATCTTTTATCATTTGGAAATTTGGGTCATTTATTGGTAGAATAATTTCTCGCAAATATACACCATAATCTAAAAATTTACATATATATTCTGGTTTAGTAAAATAAAGTCTTCCTGATACACATGAAGCATTTGGATCATTATTGAATTCTCCTTGGAGTATATTTAATCCATCTTTGTACTGGAAACCATGATGGCATTCTTTTTCATTGGTTATTTTAAAATATAATTTGGAAGACATTAATAATAAATTGTCGCACGACAATTTATTATTAATAATATTTATTTCAATTTTATTAAAAGCAAAAATATTAGTCATTATTTACCAAGAATCTCAACATTTCTCCAAAATATGAACCTAAATTATGACCATTTTTTTTTAAAGTATTTGAAAGTGCATCAAACAATTTTTTATTTGGTCCAACTTTTTTTGAAATGAGATATTGTAACATCTTGATATCTCCACGTTCAATAATATGATTAATGTCAATATTATTATAATCAATCACTAATCCAATATAATAAAGATATTCTAAGACATCAATATGACCATTTTGACAACTCCATCTCATAACATAGTCATAATTAATTTCAGTAAATAAATTAGACATCATATATTTTGCAACATCTAAATATCCTAAAATTAGTGCCATTTCTATTTCAAAATCATAATTCATTTTATCGTTCTTTTCTGGAAGTAAATACTTAATCAATTTTAGATTATTATTCATGCAGGCCCAGGAAATAATATCCATTCTATCATTCAAATAATGGACAAAATCAAAATATTCTTTTTCTGAACAATATGTTAGGATCTCATCAATTTTAGTATTATATTTCGCTCCTGATTCAATCAGATATTTAAACAGATCAAAGTTGTTATTTTGGACTGCAAGTAATAAGAGTTGGTTACTTTTATTAACATTAGCTCCATTTTCGATTAAGAACTTGACTGTTGATAATTTATCTCTACGACAAGCATCAAGTAAATTATCATCTATTTCAACTTTAATATCAGCACCATTTTCCATTAATATTATTGCTGTTTCCAAATAGTCATTTTGAATACTTGTTCTGAGAGCATAATTATTTTCCACGGTTATATCACAACCTTTTTTAATCAGGAATTGAACCACATCATTATGACCATTTTTGGATGCAAATTTAATGCAATAATTATTTTGACATTGGATATTGGCACCACGATCAACTAAAAATTGCACCACTTGTAAATGCCCATTTTCACAAGCATATCTAATAGGATAATCATTATAACAATTAACATCAATTCCAAGATTTATAAAATATTTGACCACTTCTGAATGACCATATTCACTGGCTAAACACAATGAAAATTCACCACTAGTTTTAACATCACATCCTGATTCAATTAATAATTTGATAATAACCAAATGACCACCTTTAGATGCCAATTTTAAAGCATAGTCATCATACAATCTAACATTAGCACCGTTTCTTAACGCTGATTTTACTAAATCAATATCACCACGTTCAGATCCCCAAATTAATACATCATTAAAAACTCTTTGAATGGGACCAAAGTGAATAGATCCATAAAGACAAGTATCGTTATTAATATTATTAATTTCCATTTTAATGGATACTTGTTGGTATTAATTAAAGTGATTTGCTAGATATAAATTTTTCAATTTTAATTGAAATAATTATAATTCTATGGTAATGTTTACCTCTTTAACATCATTAATGTAATTTTCTTTCTTTTTTTCACAACGTGCATATTTTTCTAAATTCACATATGCTTTTTGTTTATAATGATCCAGAACAATTATATGAACAAGTTTTTTAAAATATTTATTTTTTAATAATGCATATTCGTTATTATTTTTAGTATTTTTTCCTAATTCATTAAATATTTTATCACGTTTTTTTTCAAGTTTATTTATTTTTTCAACGAGTTCTTCAAAATAATTTTTAAAACATTATATTTTTCTTCTTCAGTTTTGATTATTTCTAAATCAGGATAATTTATTTTAAACATTTCTATGCATTTAGGGTCAGAAACATCAAAATATCAAGATTATTTGGTAAATCATTGAATTGCTCAAAAGACATGTTGATTGATTTTTTTTTAATCTAGATTGTAGAAGTAAACAATATTTTTTCAATTTTTTACAATATCAAGACATTAATTTTTTTTCATGGATTTTTTATAAAAATTTTTGGAACACATTGATAATTCGTCGAATGCTTTATTTTTATAATAATCTATAATCATTATCGCATGTGTATTATTTTCATTTTTGAATATATTTTTCTTTTCTTTTAAATAATAGTAATAATCTTTTAAATAATAGTAATAATCTTTTAAAGTATTAACTTTAAATAAATTTAATAAAAATCATATTTAATAATATAATGGATTACAAATTGCAAAAATATTTAGATAAAATTAATCAAGAACCAAAATCTATTTATTTAAGAAAAATATCATATTATTTAAATAGAATTGATAATATTAATGGATTACAAGTTGGCGGATTAAAATTACATGACTTTAATTCACTTATGGATTATTTACAACAATCATATAGTAAAGTTACCACTCAAACAAATAAAAAATATTTAGTGATTCTTTATGGTCCTCCCGCTTCTGGTAAATCTATAAGTAGATATATAGCATGTCATTGGATAAAAAATTTATTTGAAGAACCATCAAATATTGAAGATATTTATAAATCTTTTATAGATACCGGAATTGATGATATTACTTATGAAACTGAATCAGAAACAGGTAAACGTGTCATAGAATTACTCAAAGAAAATTTAAATGATAAATTGGGTAATGATAAAACAGTTGAAAATGCTAAAAGAAATATTGAAGATTTAGCATCAAGTTAATGGAATATTTATAAAAATTATAGACCAGATTATGTTTCAGAATTATTATATTATTTTGCTATTTTCTTAAATAAAAATATATTTATGGAAACAACTGGTTCTGGAACTGAATATTTAAATCGTATTATTGATATGTTATCATATTATGAATATATACCGATTTTAATTTATCCTTTCATTAATGATGTCAAAATAATTTATGATCGATCAATTCAAAGAGGATTAATTGAGGGTAGATTTTTACGATGTGATACTCCTTTTGGATTGGCTTCACAAATGAGCACAAGTCTTTCTAACTATCCAAAAATAAGAGAAATTTTAGATAAATACAATAATTATCTTGTGTACCAATATGATTCTAATTTTCCCTTTGATGTTGTCGAACAATTAAAAAATTTTAATTTTAGTAATTTGAATAATTATTCTTTGCAACTCAAATATCGCACACAAGAAAAAAATAGTAACGGTAATATCGTGACGAATACTATTGATACTATTAGTCGTGATTATGGCAAATTAACCACTTTATCGTTGGAATGTAATTAAAAATTGAAAAAATTTTATTTAAATCTGTTCTTTATTATATATTTTTAATAGTAAAAATGAAGGAAATAATTAGTCTAAAAACCAATAATTGGCAAAATTTTATGATACATTTAAATACTATATGCCAAAAATATCGTTATAATTACAACATTATTAATAAAAATAATATTGATGGAATAACATATTTAAATATTTCTTTTTCAGAATCTGAATATTCCAATATTTTAAACGACCAGTATTTTGTTTTTTTAGAAGAACTTTTTTCCAAAAATATTTGTTTCACTTAATTTTAATTTTTAACCATTTAAAAAATAAAATTGATAAATAAAAGCACAATATAAATATTATTTATGTACATAATATTAATATCATGTTAAAACAATTACGTAAATGTATTGAAAGAGAAACAAAAAATATTATGAATGGACATGATGTTGGAGGACATGGATTTGATCATTTTATTGCGGTAAGAAATCACGCACTTAAAGCATTAGAATTTGAAAATATTTCTACCACAAAAAAACTCCAAGTAGAATTAGCCGCATTTTTACATGATGTTGATGATCCAAAAATTTTTCCAACTAGTATCAATTATCAAAATGCTCTACTTGTTTTAGACGCTAGTTTTAGTGAAATAAAGTTTGATGATTTAGTGTCAGATATAACTTTTGATTCATTTAAAAATGATGTGATACAATTAATTTCTCTTGTATCATGTAGTAAAAATGGGGATGACGAGCCTCCTGAGCCATGGATGGCGATTCCTCGTGATGCTGATAGATTGGAAGCTATTGGAGAAATAGGTATTACTAGATGTAGAGATTTTGCTATTCATATTAACTTACCTTTTTATACTAGCGAAACCCCAATTGCTAAAACACGTGAAGATGTTTTAAAATTTGCTACAATTGAACGTTTTAACAAATATAAATCTGGACACAAAAGTATTAGTATGATAGATCATTATTATGATAAATTATTACATATCGGAAAATCAGCTTGCCTTAGATCTCAAAATACGTATATATTAGGAGAAGCTGAAAAAAGAAACGAAATTATGATTGATTTTGTGCTCAATTTTAAATATTAATTTATTATTTAACAAATAACAAATTAATTATTTTCACGCACTAAATCAAAAAAAGTTTTCCCTGATTTATTTTTAATGGTAATATCAGCACCTTTACTTAATAATAATTGGACAATATCTAGATATTTTTCACCTTTAGAATACTTATAAGCTTGCATAAGAATTGTATTTCCATTTTCATCTGTGGCATTAATATTAGCACCTTTTTCTATTAATAATTTGACAATTTTCTTATTATTACCTTCAAGAGCTAAACCTAAAGGTACAAGTCCACTACAATTCATATTTAGATTCATTCCAACTTTTATTAATTCTTTTATTAAATCAAAACAATCATCATTCACTGATAAATAGCATGCGATTAATAATGATGGAATCTCGAAATGTACTGCATATGAAATAATATTATTGTATGTTTTGGATATATCTTTACTTATCATATTAATATGATCTCTTTTATTAGAACCAATTAAAATATATCCTGAAGGATCAAGTTCAATTTGATCATCGACTACTTTAAATGGATCAATATCCTTTATTTCAATAGGTTCTGAAACTGTTATAATTTCAGGACGAACACTAAATTCATGATCCATAACAATATCTCCTAAATACTCAATAGAATCATCACAACTTAATTGTGATCTTGAATCAATTAATTTATTGTAAACAGATTTAATGTCTGGATTAAATTTTTTTGCGATATAGTTAATTAAATATTTTTTATTAATAGTGCAAACATAAAATAGTATGTCGTTTATATTTTGACATTTGCTCATGTAAAAATCAATATCTGGCATATTATCTTTTTCGATAGCTTCAAAAATATTAGCAGTTGATCTACCATAATTAATTTCTTCTCGTAATTCAATAAGTTCAGATATTTCTGGTGTATGAGAAATATCTAATGTGTCAGGAACATCAATTACTTGATATTTAGCATTATTTGCATTAATAAGATTACTTAAATGTTTAAAAGAATTTTCACAATTACAAAATGTTTTCACTTTTGATATTTTTGATTCTACTATATTAAGATCAATCTTGTCTCTGTATTGTTCAACAATATGATTTATTACATTTATCTTACCTATCGCACATGCATAAAATAAGATACCATTAATATCCGTATCTTTATTAATAAAGTGGTCAATCATTTTAATATCATTGGCTGTAATAGCTTCATATACATTTTCACAAGACATTATGATTAATAATATTTAATAATTACTAAATATTATTAAAATATCGTCAAAGAATATTTTTTTCAATTTTTAAAGATGGAATCCAATAACGATTCTACTAATTTGCTCATGGATTGAGAAACAGGTGATAAGTTACCATTAATAGTAGCAGTTAAATCATTATCCCAACTATTTTCTGGTTTTTCTTCAAAATCACTCAATTTCGAATTTATATTAATAACATCTGAAACAATTGCATAATAAGCACATGGTATATTTAATAATTGACATGAAGCGTATAAATGTGAAGTATCCATATTTACTACTGTACAACCTTTTCCCATTGCAAATAAGATATCATCACGATATTCACGATATAATGCATTTGTTGTCCAAATACAAGTTTTAACACAATCAATATTTAAATCAAGTGATGGAAAAGTATAATCATCTTTTATGGTTAAATAATGAGGTGTAGTCCCTAATTCGATTAAAGATTTTTCCGCAAAAACAATATTACCTGTTTTAATGTTGTTATCAAAAGAACCCACAAAACCTAATCCAATAATTTTTTTAATTCCATAATATTTTAATTCTTCTACTGTAGTAACTCCAATTGGTCCTCCATATACTTCTGATATAACAATAAATTTATAATCATGATATTGACCAAATAATATGTGCAAATTATGTGTGTGAAGAAATAATCTATTTTTAAATTCTACATCAATTTTAAATTTTTCAAATAAAGAGGGCATAGGACAAAAACAAATAAATGCTACATCCACTTCAATAGGTAGACGAGATTTAGATAGTAATTTTTCTGGTGTGATATATGGAGTGTTCATGATATAATATTAACACATTAACGTTAATTTATATCATGCAAAAATAATTCAATTTTTAATAATCATCATCATCACTATCATACATTGTTATTATTGAAGCGCTATATATTGCGGTAAACATTGCAAAATATGCAACAGTATCAAAATTACGTTTTTTTAACAATATTTGACTTGTTTTCGAGGTAGTATTAGTCATGGAACGTGATAGATATTTTACCGGTGTGGATATTCTATTCATTAATATATTCCATTGAATATTTATTTATGTAATTTTTTAATATAAAAAATAGTACTGAATATTATCAAAATATGAAATCTTTAACCAAAATAATAAAATCTCTCAATGAACAAGATCTTGATAAATTAGAAATAATGATAAGAAATCGACGCCATGAAATTCAAATAAAAAATAGTTTGAATTTTGTTCCTGACATTTTTAAAAAAAATGTGGAAATATCATTTAGTAATAATTATAATGGTGATGATTATTATAAATATTATGAAATAAATAGTTGGGGTTCAATGAAATTAGATACTGACGTTAAATTAAAAACATTGTATGCACTTCATAGAGGTGATGACTTTAATACAAATAAAGTCACAATGAAATTAATTATTGGTGAACAAAAACATACTATAGAATATGATTATTGTCATGATAAAAATATTTGTCTTTTAAAATTAAATCATAAAATTCTACTAATTTTAGATAAGTTAGGCTTATCTAAAAATAATTTTCATAAAAATATGCTTGGTATATTAATACATAATTTCATATTATTAACTCAACGCGAAATTGATTTCTCGGATTTTGAGATATCAATGATAAGCATTGATCAAATTAATAAACTTAATGATAAGAAATCATTAAACAGTAAATATATAAATGTGTCAGGTTTTTGTGGATCTGATGCTATTCGATTTAAATACGTATAAAATTTTCATATAAATTGTAGTATTATAAAATATTATTCAAATGATCATATTTAATAAGAATTGTAAATAATCATATTGCTATTTCTGATGGTATCCTTAGTGAAGATAATCCCAAACCAGGAGAATATATTGGTCAAGATGTTAGTCTCATTAATAAGATGACGATATCTTTTCCTAATTTTGTTATTATTATTAAAGAAGACAATTTAATATTTAAATCCAACACTAAACATTTGGACCAAACTACTACACAAGTTTTAAACAACCTGACTAAATATTTAGTGCATGATTAATACATCTATTTTAATTTTTATTATTTACGTATATTAAAATACGATAAATTATCAGGAAGATTATTACGAATGGGTTGTTTAAAATTCTTCCCAAATACTAAATAAGTAACACTATCTGGTATAGCATTATCAATTGGTTGATTAAAATTATCACCAAATTCTAAATGTAAAACGGTATTTGGAATTGAATTTTCAATAGGTTGATTAAAATCTTCACCAAAAATTAATTTAGTAACACCATTCGGAATAGAATCCTCGATGGGTTGATTAAATCTATCTCCAAATATTAATTCTTTGACACTAATAGGGATACAACCTTTTATGGGTTGATTAAAATTTTTACCAAATTTTATTCTTTCAAAATTTGGCATAATAACTCCTTGTATTGGAAGATTAAAATTATCATCCATATCTAAAGATATACATTTAATTTTATTGTTGTCAATAAATTCCATCATAAATATGATTAAAAATAATATTTTATATCCAAAAAATTGATTATTTAACAAATAATAAATAATTATTGTCTTGTTTAATAATAATGTCTGATAATTATAACGTTGTCATTGTTTTAACAGATAATGATGACAATAATCAAATGATAATTGAAACAAATCGTGATATATTATCACAAAAATTTGGTTATTTTGAAAAAATGTTTTCATCTCTCCGTGAAAAGAAAGATGATTTTATTTTTATTAAAGTTCCTAATCCCATTTTGGCTTTTGATATTATCACATCCTCAATCAATGATCAAAAAATTATTGTAAAAGACTTTGAACCGTTATACTTATTAGAATTTATTAAATGTCAAGATTTTTTTGGAGTGGAAATAGATAAAACATCTTTGAAAAATATAAAAGTGGATGGTCAATATTTTGATCTTTTGTTGGATGTTATAGATATTGTTGGATATGATGATTTTACGATAAATATTATGACAAATAATCTTCCGGATAATTATGATTTTTCTAAATTTCCAAAAGAATTATTAAATGAAATTAACAGATTGTCAAATCTTTATAAAATAATTTATTGGACAAAAACAGGTTATGTCCACATAATTGATCTTGAAACAGGATTAACAGAAGACTTATATTTCTATTTGAAACCAATTGATAATATTTATATTTCGGATTCGGGAAATGTTATAGTTTTTTCTCTCAGAACAGAAATTTTTATTTATAATATTATCACTAAAGATAAAATTTGTATTGGTTTAAATATTACTTTGAATAAATGTCACGTATCAAAAATGGGAAATTATATCGCATTGACATCACAAAATAAAGTTATTATTTATCACGTTTTCACAAATCAAAATGAATTAAAATCAACAATTATTGGAGAAAAACATTTGGATTTTAGGCCCAATACACAATTATGTTTTTCTCCTGATGAATTATATTTTATTTATAATTCAGGAACAAATCTAAATATAATTGATCTTTCCAAAAATTTAAAACAAAAAAATAAATTAATTGGCCACAACTATGATATTAAATCGATTTGTCATTCAGACAATGGTTTTTGGATTTGTTCAAGCGATTGTAGAAATAATATAATTATTTGGAGTGTCAAAACTGGTCAGATACATAAATCAATATCTGGTCATAATTTAGAAAATAAGATCATTTCAACGAAATTTATTAATAATGATTCCCAAGTATTATTAAAGGGACATTCATTTTTAGCCCTTTTAGAGTTTAAAACTGGTAAAATCAAACAAATATACGAAACAAATGTATCAAATACTATTATTGATTATCATCCTATAAATAATCATATTATAAAATTTCAAAATAATACTATACAACTTTATGATCTTAATGAAGATCAAATTACAAAAAGTTATTCTAATGGTGGTGATCCTATTATGAAAATTTGTATTATTCCAATAATAAATACAGATGTAATTAATAAAATTAAATATTTAGTTAATTAATTGTTTTCTATTAAAACAATTAATTAATAAACAAATTTATCAAGAAAACAATAAATAAAGATAAAAATAGAAATATGCCATAAACAATGTGTTGTTATATAAATATTTTTTAATTTGGGATTATATTTGTCATATTCAGAGATACATAGAAATAGAAAAGCAATAAAACCAAAATAAATATATGATTTATTATTAGTCAAAATATTATAACTTAACCCATATTTTGAATAATAAAGATAACCAAATCTTGTAATATTGATAATACAACCTAATACATCAAATCTATTTAGTATATAACTAGTTTTTTTAGAAAATCCAATACCAGTCATACCATGTTTATGATTTTCAACCAAATGTGAAATAAATGATGCTTTTGCGACAAATAATAATGCTGCACTTGTTAAATAATCACCATTATCAAATGATAATTTAATCGCATAATAAGCAGGTAAATTAGATAATCCAACAATAATATTAGCAAGCATAATTAATATTGGTTAAATAAAAATAATTAATATTTGTGTGAAAAATTTCAATTTTTTTTTATGGATTCATAAAAACTATTTCCACCAAAAATATTCGTTGTTACTATCATTGAATATGGATATATTATCCTAAGTTTGTGTAATTAGCTATATGACATTATTAGGTATATATTGTTCATTCATAAAACGAAGGACAGGTAACACTATTAGGCACACATCCTTCTATGGATTTATTAAATTTATATCCAAATGTTAAATGAGTAACACTATTAGGTATACATCCTTCAATGGGTTGATTAAATTTATATCCAAATGTTAAATGAGTGACACTATTAGGAATACATCCTTTAATGGGTTGATTAAAATGATCTCCAAAAGTTAAATGAGTAACACTATTAGGTATACATCCTTCAATGGGTTGATTAAAATGATCTCCAAAAGTTAAATGAGTAACACTATTAGGCACACATCCTTCTATGGATTTATTAAATTTATGTCCAAATGTTAAATGAGTGACACTATTAGGTATACATCCTTCTATGGATTGATTGAAACAATACCCAAATTCCAAATGAGTAACACTATTAGGTATACATCCTTCAATGGGTTGATTAAAATCCCATCCAAAAGTTAAATGAGTAACACTATTAGGTATACATCTTTCTATGGATTGATTAAAATCCCATCCAAATGTTAAATGAGTAACACTATTAGGTATACATCCTTCAATGGATTGATTAAAATCCCATCCAAATGTTAAATGAGTAACACTATTTGGTATACATCCTTCTATGGATTGATTAAAATTATATCCAAAAGTCAAATGAGTGACACTATTAGGTATATTTTTATTTGGTGTTAAATATTTTATATTTTTAAATCTAGAATAATAAGGTAAATCCTTTATTTTGTTATAATTATATGATCCATTAAATTTGATATTATACAAATATTCTCTTAAATGTTTATTAGAAGAACATAATATTATTTTATCCTTATCAGGTAAATAATCCAAAATATATAATATGGTATCATGATTAAGTATATCTAAGATAGACATTTTTATTATACCATTAAAATAATGATATAATAAAATATTAATTTCAATTTTTATTCAACATACTTTATAATAATTTTTGGATTGATATATTTTTTTTCTTTTCGTGGAATGATTTTTTTAGTGTTAAATGAGTAACACTATTAGGTATACATCCTTCTATGGATTGATTAAATTTCCGTCCAAAAATTAAATGTTTGAAGTACCACCAATAATAAAATTAATTGTCTTTTGGAATTACAATTATTGAACCTTAATATATGATAAAATTTTTGGTTTTATTTTTGTTTTGAAAATATATTCGGAAAAAATTTTTGTTTATAATTTTTTATGATATTAAATTGTTCGAGTTTTGTTAATATTTGTTAAGATATTATTTACAGCTTTACTATAAATATTACTTATAAAAACATTTTTAAAATTCACTAAAATATGTTATATTTATTTTTACAAAGCAAAAATGAATACACATACACAATAGATATGACTTAAAATGATGCAAGATTTTTTTGTCGGAATAATTTTATTTTCTTCAAGAATTTTAATACCCGTGATACCACATGATGATAAAACGGAATATTTTATGATACTTGATATAATACCTAATAATTTTCTTCTGATTCAGGACCAAGATCAGAATCGGAATCAGGATCTTCATCACAAAATAAATAATCATTATCACCTTCAGAATCATCATCTTTATTTTTGCGAACCGAATTCAAACATTTGAACGATTCAAGAAGATCAATAATATTAAATTCTTCTTCAACATTATTAATATGACGATCATTAATTCGTGAATTAATGCGCTGCTTGACTAAAGTAATAGCTAGATCAATATCAATTTCTTCGATAGCATTAGCACGAATATCTAAAATGGTACTAATTGTTTCAAAATGTCCTCCTTCTGCTGCTTTATGAAGTGCTTTAATAGGATTACGACCACTAATTAATAATTCTTTTACAATCTCAGAATGTCCATAAAATGCAGCCACTTCCAGACATGCATCAGGATTTGTATTCATGTATTTTAAATAATGATATATATCTAAAAATCCCTTTTGTAACTATATTAAAATGGTATCATTAATACTAATACCTGTATAATTTATTGGTTGAATAGATATGAGATATTTAAGCATTTGAACATTATTATTTTCCACTGATAAATTGATAACATTGAGAAAATCGATTTCTTTTTCATATTCATTCAATAAATATTTAAACATTTCAACTGAACCTTTTTTAATAGTAGTAACGAGTACTTCCACAAACAAGTCATATTTATTAATAATATAATCAACTGATTTAATATCAAATTCATCAATGATTCGTGGAATATTTTTTATAATTTCTTCAGTGTTCATATGCAAGCATCGTGAAAAATGTTCGGAAATATTTTTTGGAGTGTAATTTTTTTTGTAATAATAGTATGTATAAATTGTATTAAGTTGACAATATGAAATATATTTTCTATAATTATCACACCATTCTTCTGGTGTTTTATCTTTTAAATTGAATCCTTTAGATTGTAACATAATAAATGTACTAGGATCCAATAAATAATAAATATCATTAAGCATGACCATATTAACTTTATTATTACCGTGTAACTCTTTTTGTTTAAATAATAGATTATCAGTAAGTAAAGTTACACTCCAGATGTAATGGCCAAAATATGTTGGTAAATCTTTTGCTTGGAATACTGTAAACATGTCTTTTTCACCTCTGAAACATATTTTACCCTTACTATATTTAACAAACTTATTATATGTGGTAACAATATAATATTCAGTATTCATTTTATACTTAATATTATAATGTTAAGAACCATAGAATTATACGACTTGTTTTTTTCAATTTTTTTTACCCACTGATAATTAATTTTATATTTTCTAATAAATCGATCATATTTAGTTCTTGTTCCACATCAATATTCATTTCTGAATCTGAAACAAGACTGGAAATGCGTTGTTTTATTAACGTCAAAGCAAGGTCAATATCTGAATTACAAAAATGCGGTAACCATCTTTCAAATATGCTCGAAACAATTTCGAATTTACAATTTTCAGCTGCCAATAAAAATGATTTATGGTAATCTCCTGTTTGTTCCAATATTTCCATAACTATATCAACATTATTATTTAATATAGCAAGATTAAGATAAGGTCTTAAATCAGGAATAAATTTTTTCAAGTAATTAAATATATCCATTTGTGAATTTTCTAATGAAATAATAATAACTTCATTCAATGAGCAATATTTATTTATTAACAAATATTTTATTAACTTGAGATAATTTTTATTCACAGCACAAATAATTACTAGACTATTAAAGCCGTATTTCTTTATTAATTCTATTGCTACATTAATATGATCAGAATCTATTGCACCTGATAAATATATTTTAAATTCTTCTTTCAGAGAATTTACATCCATAGAGTCTAAATATTTTTTATAATCTTTTTTACTCATTGTTGCATCTCTATTATTTGTGTCAAGTACAAAATTATTGTCAACTGAACTAATATTATTATTATACTTGGGAATAATTAATTTTTCTACTTCTCCCTTTTTTTTTAAATAATATTTATGTAGAGTATCTTTTTTATCATGACTTAAATAAAGTGATCCATAATATTGTGACCATTCGTTAAGTGATTTATCACCGGGATCAAAACCAAGTGAATGTAACATTTCCATAGTTTTAGGATCATAAAGTTCGTATATATTACTTAAAAATACCATATTTGTATGAAATTGTTTTCCGGATTTTTCTATTTTAAATCCAGGAAGAGTTTTTGGTAAAACTACTTCTCTTAAATAATAGGCAAAATGATATTTAGGAATATTTTTTGCATCAAAAACTATAAATCCTTTAAAAGAAAAATATCTATGTTCTTCGATAATATTTAGTCCTGATTGTAAATAATTTCCATTTATCATCTCAGGATATCCTGTAAACATAAAGTATTTATTATTCATTTTATTTAATGACTGAATAATAATTTATGGGACAATGTATATAAATATATTATTATTTCAATTTTATTCATATTCAGTATCTGATATACATAAACTTGATTTGATTTCATTATTATTGTTTGATCCAATAGTAAAAAATTCTAATTTTTTATTTTTTCCATAGTATTTATTGGAATAATGATTGTCTATTAATTCTTCTAGTTTATTAATAGAAATAGGTGACGATTTTAATTGTTCCGGAAAAATTTTTATAATCTTGTTCATTATTTATAACCGAGGATAAATATTTAGATCGTTTAATAAAAATTGAAATTTAAATATTTAATAACTTCCATTATATTCAATCGTAAATTATTTGTCATTTGACAAATAAAAATGGATCAATTCCAAGATTCCGCTAATTTCGTAACCGAAACAATTATACCCACATTAATGTTTTTGGCATACAATACCATTTTGCAAACACAAAATGGTTCAATTTCTAAATACATTCTGGCTTCCCTTCCAGATACTATTAATCTAGAAAAACAACGCGAGATTCATCAAACTCGTGATTCCATGATTATTGAAATAATAGAAATTGTCTCTAATTATCCGGGAGCTTATGTTTTTGGTGGTTTTCACAGGGATTTTTTTGCGAAAATGTCTTTCAAAGATATTGACATTCGCTTTGTATTTAAATCTGAAGCGATACGTTTTATTGATCGTATACAAAGATTATTCAACATCAAATTTTTAAAGACATCTTATAATTCCAAAGGATGTTTTACTCTTTGTATTCAAAATATGCACAATAAGGAAATTAACATTTATGTTGATTTAACGTATGATAATGATGAATATGGAAGTCTTTACACCGTGAAATTTTTTGATTTTGACGTAAATATGTTGATGTCTTCTGTACATTATTCTGATCAAGTATATTTGGCATCATTGAAATCTTCCAATCCACATTGTCATATTTTAGACATTCTTGATAATTGTGCTAAAAAACGGTTCATTATTTTGGATTATAATGGAAGACCAGAAATTCTTCATAAACCATCTTACACCGCTACTATAGATTCTGAGGATAATATTATTAAAATGAAAAGAAATTTTAATTTTACCAGTCATGAATCGTTTCAATCTATCATGATTAATACCAACTGTATTAATTATCATACAGTACGTGGAAAAAAACTTTTGCTCAGAAAGAAAAAAATGGAATCACGAGGTTGGACTTGTCTCAATGAAGAATGTAGTAATCCTGTTTGTATCATGGCACCATTTTCGCTCCGTGAAAAACATAAAAAATATTGTCAAAAGCTCGTAATGGCAAGGAGAAAACAATTAGAAAAAGAAGCTAAAATTAGAGAAAGAGAACTTTTACGTCAAAAGAAAGATAAAGAAATTAAACCATTTGGATATATTCCAGGTTTTATTTCGGTTAAAATGATCAATAAAAATCAATTCACTAAACATACAGAAGCAAAAAAAATACATGTTTCAAAGAAAAAATTTTTGAAGCAATTAAAAAAAGAAGAAAAAACTTGTGGCAAAACTAGGAAAAAATATCGTTCGAAACGTAGTGGGAAAATTCGATACGATTATTAATTATTTTTGTTAATATTTTTAACAACGTAGTGGGAAAATTCGATACGATTATTAATTATTTTTGTTAATATTTTTAACAAAGATAATTAAATAAACCAAAAATATGATCCTTTAGCAAATAACATTAGACCTAAAGAAAGACCAAATCCAACACCTATAAATCCACCTACCATTGTAGAAAGAAGACCAGTGGATAGTGTGTTCATTCTCATATCGGCTCCATTGAATCTCGCTAAAGTATTAGCAATTCCAGCTCCAGTAAGTGCACAAACAGCAGTGTATAGCATCTTATAAATTATAATAATCAATATAAGATAATTTATTAAGATTTTAAATTTTCAATTTTATTGCGTTGAATATACAATTATTATTATTACATTTTTTATTCAAACATGTCCAACCTTTACCTATTAAATTATAATATCGAATTATAAGTTCATCACTGTATTCTGTATTTTTTAACACACAAAAATCCCAATTATAATGTTCAAGATTATTTTTACCATTTGAATCAAGAATAATAAATTGTTTATTTTTAATGTTATTTATTATACTACCGGTTTTGATATTGGTATTATATGTAATTATCATTGGAGATGAATAATTATTATTATTATAATTTAATGATTCAGGATAATTATTTAATATTTCAAAATCTTTATTCGGAAAATTAATATAATCAAGACAGATATTTTTGTCCTCATCATAATTTTGTTTTGGTGTGTAAAAATATAAACAATCTATATCAAATCCATAATTATAATTATGTTTTTCATTACGAATATAAATTTTCAATTTCATTTCATCCAATAATTTATCTATGTCCCAATTTAAATATTTTTGTACCATAAAAATATTTTGTAGATATTCTTTTGATTTTAAAAATAATAAAATGTCTATATTATTAGATTGTGGATAAATATCAAATTCCAAATGTGGAATAATATTAACATCTAATTCTTCTTCTGATTGATAATCAGAATCTGTATCATAATCAGAATCTGTATCATAATCAGAATCTGTATCAGAATAGAATAATAAACCTGATATATTATCCACATCAAAAAATTGTTTAAAAAATGAAATAATTTTATATTCACATACATCACTATCTTGGTTAAAATAGATTCCAATATTATCACAATAATCTGTTTCTTTTGTAAAACAAGATTTGATATATTCTCCAAAAATATAAATATCATTTCCAAATTGTAATTTAATTGCTGAATAAATAAATTCTCTTAGTCCTCTATAAATTAATATTTTGATATGGTCTTTAATAAATTTAAAATAATCAATCGATTCTTTACATTCAACTATGTAGTCAATAAATTTATGGTTAATATTTAGACTTTTTTTTAGACAAATAGCAGATAATTTTTCTATTGTTTTTTTTATTGGATATGATCTTTCAACCTGTTCATTTATATCTTCATCAGATGTAATATTATCCATTTTATTGATAAACTAATTAATGTTTAATAATAATATAAATCATTCGAGTATTTATTATTTCAATTTTTTAATATATAGCATATATATTAAAAAATTATTCAATGTGTTCACGATTTTCTTCTATTTTTAAAATAAAATCATCAATATCATTGACACCAAAATAATTCCATAACACTTGATCATAAAATGGACCATTTGTATTAATGGTTAAAATGGCACATATTACTTTGGTTCTAATAGTATCTGGTCTTAATAATATTTCATTAATAGCTTTGTTTAATTCTTTTTTAATTGTTCCGAAATAGTTTTTGCAAAATCCAATAGAACAAGCTATTTGAAAAAGTTCTTGACAATCCATTAAGAAATTTATAATCAGATTATAGTCTCCATCATAGTTCAAAAATAATTTTATTATGGGTAAATAATCTTTGCTTTTCATAAATTTGAAAAGATAATAACAAAATATTGTCCAATTTTGACGAGGTAAATTTAAAAAAGAATTTATTTTTACATTAGAAGAATAATAACAACGCCAATAAATATTATCAATAATATTAGTTGGTAATTTAAAATTAACATCTGCACCGTATTTTAACAATAATTTTATTATTGTAATATTATTTTCAAAATCGTATATGTTGATTATTTTTATCAAACAAGTTGTTGGATTTAATCCTTTTTTTAATAATATTTCGAACATATCAAATATTTTTGAAAATTCTTGATTTCGCAGTTCCAATAAATAGTCAAATACTGTATTTCCCAATCTATCACTTAAATTAGGATCTGCACCATTATTTAATAATAATTTTAGGCATTGTTTATTATTTTTTTCTACTAGATCATAATTGTTTTTAATTTTACCTTGTAATAAAAACATTAACGGTGTTTGTCCAGAAGAATCTTGACTATTAACATTAAATCCTAAATCAATTAAAAATTTTATTACTTTATAATTACTATCATTTTCTGATAATTCACATGCGTACATTAAACTTGATATATTGTGTTTGTCTTTTTTAAAATTATCATAATTTATTAAAAGTAATTTAAGTAATGCAACATCTTTATTATTATTTGTGTATAATTCATTTTTTTCTTTATCGGATTCTGTTTCATAAATATTTTCAATATAATAGCATCTACGAAAATCCCTCCACATACATTCTCGCCAATAATTTTTAAATGGAATAACAGTTGCGCCCGGATAATAGTTATTATTATTATTATTATTATTATTGTTATTATTATTATTATTATTATTATTATTATTATTAATAGGTCTGTATGAACATGAAAATCGTTTATTAATACTCTGTGTTGGAATGTTTAATTGCATGATTTTTTTTGTTTTATTTTTCTTGTATTTATTATACAAGTCTATTAAATCGTATTCATTTTTTTTATTCTTTTCCGCAAATTTATTAACGTATTTATTTTTTCTTTTACTTTTGTTGATATAAATACGATTATTTCGTGGTCTTTCAATGCGAATATTAAAATAATGGTTAGACATTTTAATATAATAAATACCAAATAAAACATTAAAGATATATTTTTTCAATTTTTTCCTCCACATAATAAATAAAGAGCAACACCTCCTATTATTATTCCAATAATTTGTTTAGTGGTTAATTTATTATTAAAAAATAATACACCAAATATAACTACTAATATAATAGATAAAAATTTAATTAAAGGATAAGCAATTGACATTTGTGTGGATTGTAAAACTTGTGCGTAAATAAAAATTAATATAAAATAAAATAACATTGCAAGAAATAAATAAAATTTATTATTTGTATTAACATATTTTTGTATAATAGGTATTGGTATCGCAGATATGATTGCAGCAACAAAATACCAAAATATTTTAGAATTTGTCATGGTATACTATTATTATATTAATGTATAACATTAAAATTATATAGTCGTTTGTAAAATTATAATCTTCATATATATAATAATAATCAATGAATAGTAATGTTTATGCAAATCCACCTGCACCGACTGGTCCTACACCTATCACACCTATTACACCGCCTGTTGTTCCTGTCACACCAGTAACACCCCCTCCAGCAACACATTCAGATAGATATATAATTTATATAATACTTGGTGTTGTTTTACTTCTATTAATTATAGGTCTTATAATGTTCTTTTTACTTAGAAAATAAGTCATATGATTTTACTTGAGTTATACGCTTAGAAACATTTGTGTATGTTATTATTATTAATTATAATTAATAATAACAATATAAACATTTAATATATATGTATGATTATCAATAAATAAATATGACCATTCCGAAAATTAGTATCTATACTATGTTTGTATTATTTTCCATATTTGCATTTAGATCTTGTCAGGCAGATATTACAATTCAAAGATTTTCCACAAATCCTTTAATTAATTCTACTGATTTACCGATTTATTGTGACTAGGCCAACATATCTTATGTATTTTTCTGATCATCATGGAAAACAAATTTTTATGGCTTGGTCATTTGATCTTGAAGGACCATGGAATGTTCATGCTCCTGGAACACTTAGAGTAACTCAAGTACTTGCTGCATTTAATGCAACACTTAATGATACTAAAGCTGAAGTAGCATCAGCAGATATTTATCTTGATGATGATGCAAAAATAGTTAGAATGTATTTCCATAGAAGAGTACCAAATGATAACTACGCTATTGTAACAAGTGTAGCATATTCAGAAGATGGTATTCATTTTAATCATATTGATATAAGAGCAATTGGTACTGCTTATATGCGTCATTTTATTCACGATGGTTATATTTATCTTACAGATCGCCAAGCTCAACTTTGGAGATCTCGTGATGGCGTTAATAATTTAGAAGCAGGACCTACAACTATTGCTGAAGCATTTGTTAATCAAAGTGCGGTCAATGGAGATGGATATACTGGTCTTGTAAGACATATTGGACTTATTAAAAGAGGTAATACACTTTATATTTATGGAACTCGTGTGGGTGATGCTCCTGAAAGAGTACTTTGGACAACAATGAGTTTAAGAGGTAATTGGAGTCAATGGGAAGCAGAATCACCAGTCCAAGAAGGATTTAGACCCGTTATGGATTACGAAGGAGCTAATCTTCCCAATATACCCTCAAGAAAAGGAAGTGCAAATGAACCAGTTAATCAACTTAGAGATCCTTTTCCATTTTATGACATGGGAAAATGTTATATATTTTATACAGTAGCAGGTGAAAGTGGAATTGCTGGAGCAAGATTACCCAGATGTTTTGATAATTAAAAAATTGATCTATACAATACATAATTATAATATTATATATTGTTTATTATAAATGAAATCTTTAATAGCCGATCTTAATTTAAAACCTAATGAATTTGATGAAGAATGTTTTTCCAAGTTAGTAGAAAAATTATTTAATCATAGTTATTTATTGATTAATGGTTCAAAATGGAGATTAATTGAAATTGAATTTTATTTACATAATAAAAAACATGCAGATCCGTATGTTCATTGTGACGCGGATCAACTATTAGAACACACATTTTATTTTCATAAATTTAAAACAGGAACTTATAAATCTGGGACTTTTAAAGGAATGGATATAACTATTGGTTCTACAAAACATGATACTTATTTTGGTATTCTGATTAGATCTATTCAACGAATAAAAACAGGAGAAATGATAGAAGGTCCATGTAATACAGTTAATAAAATATTATCACAATATGATTTAGAAAATATAAAAGACTTGACTGATTATAAAAATCTTGATATTTTTGATAATGATCATCAATTTCATTTAAGATTTTCAAAGAATTTAGAAAAAGAAAAGATTTACGCTGGACCTAGAATTGGATTGTCCGACAAATTTCCAGAATGGCAAAATAAAGCTTATCGTTTTGCAATTCGTCCTCAATTGATCAAAAAAAAGAAAACAAGTTTGAAAAAAATATAAGTTTATTATTTTATTAATATTAATAAAATGATAAAATACATTAACAAGCCAAGATTTCCTGGCCAAACCAGTGAGACATCGTGATCTGAGCAGTTTCGCAGCCAATGTTTCTTTCAGCTTTGAACTTGAACTTCATAGTGTCAAGGTCACGAGTCAAAAACAACTCTCCACTGTCATGAATGGAATGAATTTCACGTTCTCCAAGAACTGCGTCATCATCTTTGATCATCTTGTAGTAGCAAGGTAAATCCCAATGTTGAGACATGGATCTGTAGTAATCATTGCTTGCTACACAAACATTATTACCTGATTCTGTCAGTTGCAGCGCAAGTTTCACAACAAGACGATCATCAGCTTCACCATCGTATCTGTTGTTTCCCTTTGCAACATACAAGGTGTAGACATGATTATTCATCGCACTTCTGTTCAAGAAGGTAGTAGTGAAGGTCTGCTTGAAAGTTTTCCAAGTGGATCTGGATCCAAACCTTTTCACAACAAAGTGAATCTTGGCACCATGAGGAACAGCTACATCAAAGAAGTTTTTCGTGACCTCAAAAACGCGATCCATTTCTTCAATGGAATCAAACTGATGACGTTGAGCATTTCTGTCTACATCCATGAATCCCAAATCACTCTGATTTTCAGTTGCTGTGGAGAGAATGGATGCAAAGAAATTCAATCCATCAACGACTACATGATTCTCAGCCTGAGAAAGTTCGAGGTCAATCGGAATGAATCTCTCAGGAGACAATTCCATGGGAATGGATTCAATCTCAACCTGAATAGTGGAGGTTGAAGTGCTTTCTACAACTGTCATTGGCTCGACATTATGAATCTGATTCTCATACTGAACAAGAGCCTGAGACAAAACAGCCAACACTTGTCGATTCCAAACAAGATCCGGAGTTTCCGAGAAAACTGAAATGAAATGCGAGTGGACAAACTTGAAGAGATCATCTTGTGCCTCAATGACGAGGTTATAAGCGCTCATGCACTGAGTCAAATCGATGGAATGGAGAAGAGGAACGATCATGGAGATGATCGAATTCATCTTGGTAGTGAATACATTAGCATATCCTTCAGTGGTAAAAATGAGGGTATGCAGGGGAAGGTAAGAAGTAATATTGGCCATATACTGGCGAAACACGTTGACATCCTGGAAGTTTTTGGGGAGCTGATTAATAGAATACATTGTTTCCATTAGTCTAGGTGTTATACCTGGTATATAATATAATATTAATGGAATGTATAAAGATTATTTTTTTCAATTATTTTTTAATAAATATCTATTAAAAATAATTGAAAAAAATAATGTTTGATGAGACCTACTAAAATATATATTATAGTAGCTTTATCTATTTTCTAGTTATAGGCTTATATCATAATGTGTACTTCAGAATTTAATTTGACGACATTTAGTTATCTTAAATCAGTTTATTCCAATCAATATATTCATATTGATAAAAATTATTATTTCAGACTGGATATTATTAATAATCCTGAACTCGATAACTCAACTGATATATTAAATTTTTATAGAAAGATAAATGGTTTGACTAGTAAAAATGAGTTGACAATTGGATACACGATGGAAAAAATTAAAGTTCCCGTTGGTAAAAAAACATATAATATTAACTTACCAATGGAAGTATTATATGTTACTGATAAGTTTAATACATACACATGCAAGCCTTCAATTAAAAATTATGTCAAACAAGAAGAAATTGGTAATTTATATATATACACAATATATATTGATTTTAGTGATTTTGTTAATGAAATAAATCGATTGTTTGTTAATAATAATTAAAATATAATTATTTTAATCATTAATACTCTAGAATAAAAATATTAATTTACTAATAGAATTTGGTAACCATGATTTTATATTTTTATCATATTCCTTATAAAACGTAATATTGGTTACTCCTTCAGGTATACATCCTTTTAAATTTTGATTAAAATATTTTCCAAACTTTAAATGAGTTACTCCTTTAGGAATACATCCTTTAATATTCATATCACAATTAAATACTAAATGTGTTATTGTATTTGGTATACAACCATTTATATCATGATTAAAACCACTTTCAAATGTTATTTTTTTAATAGTAGGTGGAATATTATTTTTCACATTTTTATAAAATGTATATTCTAAGTCGTAATCACGACTATATGAACATCCAAATGATATATGTTTAACACTTGTCGGTATACTATCTTTGAGTGAATGATTAAATAATTCTCCTAACCGTAAATATTTAACACTATTAGGTATACAACCTTTAATGGATCTATCAAATTCATCTCCAAATTCTAAATATTTAACACTGTTAGGTATACAACCTTTAATTTTTTGGTTAAAACATAATCCAAATGTTAAATGAGTTATACTATTGGGTAAATAATCTTTAATGGATTGATCAAATGATTCACCAAAAGTTAAATGAGTGACATTATTAGGTATGCATCCTTTTATTGAATCATTAAAATTGTCACTCAAAGTCAAATGAGTTACACTATTAGGTATGTGTCCTATAATTGCTTGTTCAAAGAATAAACCAAAAGTTAAATGAGTGACAGTATTAGGTATGCATCCTTTAATCGATTGATTAAATTCATCACCAAATATTATATGTGTAATTCCTTGTGGAATGAATCCTTTAATTTTTTCGTTAAAAGTATTACTAAATTTAATATGTGTAACATCTTTTGGTATTTTTTTCTTTGTGGTTCTGATTATATAATATTTTATTTTTGGCTTTTTTTTACCTCGATACACAAGTCTTTTAAATTTATTAGCAAATGATAAATTTTTTATCTGGTCATATTCATATAAATCCCAATAGTTTACCCTATCTCGAAATTCATACAATTTACTACATGTCATAAAAAATTTTAATTTTTCTTTATCAGAAAGAAAATTAGACAAATGTACAAAACAATCGTCATTAAGAATATTTAATAAAGTCATTTATTAAGAGTAAAATTAACCATTATTTAAATGATTAATTTAATCAATTTTTCATTTAAATAAATTCATCAATATTAATTCGAGAAAGTAATTGTTCTTTCTTTTTTTCATAAGGTTCTATCCATGAAAAATCTTTGTCTATTTCTTTACGTAAATCTTTAAAATAATTGTGAAATTTCTCATTATTGTGTAATATAACATCTCCTAAAATTTCTCCATCAAATAAATCAACATCATATTCATCTAATAAACTCATAGCATTGTCATTATAATGAGAAGATTCACCACCTGCTTCATAAATAATATATTTATATCCCTTTACTTTCTTTTCTAACTCTAATGGAGCAGGATAATTAAAATTATCTCTCATATGTTGAACTATTTTCCTAAATTTTTTATTATGTCCTACGCTTGAACTATAAGGATTACAATCTTCATAATTTTCCGGAATATGTAAAATGGATTTAATTTTCATTTTATTGATTAATTAATCAACAAAATAATTATAAATATATCAAAATTTTTTCAATTTTATTTTGTCACTCGATAACTTGATACTTTATCCAGTAAATTTTTTAAATGAGGTTGTTGAAAATGTATTCTAACCGGTTCAATAATTTTATTAATATATTCAGCAACATTATTTTTCAATTCACGTTTGTTCATATCACAGAAATCTTTTTCAATATCACTCATATTATCATAATTTTTACCACATAATTCTAATTTTCCATACCATCTAAAAAGTATATGTTTTATGTATTCAAATATTGGATTTTCATTTATATCATCTGTGCAAAAAGCACGTAATATTTTTTCTTTAATTTCTTCATATGAATCTTCCATAAATATAGCCGATTTAGGATCGGATTTACTCATTTTATTTTTAGGTCCACCTAATCCCATTAACATATGGTGTGATAGTATAACAGGTACTTTTAATCCATTTTTCTTGGCATATTCGAGAGCGAGCATATTAACTTTACGTTGATCAACACCTAATTGACAAATATCTATTCCTTCAGGTTCGAGTTCAAAAATATCTGCAACTTGCATGCAAGGATAAATAATTTGAGAAACAGATAATTCATCTCCGTCTTTTCGACCCATAATTTGACAACATCTTTTACTCCTGGAAAGAGAGGTTTCTTCGGAAATATCTAACAATCTTGTAAAATATTTTTCAGGATTTTTATTAAATAAATCACTTGACCAAATAAACTTTGTTTCAGACATATTAATACCACATGCTTTAAAAACTTCAATGAAATATAAACCTACATCTTTTATTTTATCAAGATCAGAATCCATTTTTTTATTCATTTTTGCAAATAAATCAGCAATATAAATTATCATCCTTCCTCCACAAGAAATAATTTCATTTGTATTCATTACTGTTATTAATGCTTGTGCAATATGTATTCTACCACTTGGTTCAAAACCATTATAAGCGGTGAATTTTTTTCCAGATTTTATTAATTCTTCAAGTCTATCCGGTGTTTCACATTCTTCACATATTGAAATTAAGCGAGTAATTTTTTCTTCAGTTGATAAAATTTGTTGTTCCATCTTTAATAATATTATCAATAACACATTTATAAATAGATAAATATTTTCAATTTTTATTCAACATATTTTAAATTATCTTCAATCTTTAAATTTAAACTTTCCAAATCATAAACACCAAAATATTCAAATAAATCTAAATTAGAAAATGTTATGACAGAATTAATATTATTCATATCTAAATACCATTTTATTGTCTTTATTTTAATAAATAACGAGTCAGGATTCATATATCTTTTTTTTCCAATTTTAATAATATGTTGGAAAACTTTTTTAGCACATAATCTTGTATAAATTTGTTGCTCAAGTAAATAATTAAATTCAGTGAGATAATCCATAAAACTTTTCCCAAATTTATTTTTAATACTATAATTTGCGCCATATTCTAGTAATTTTTTTGTATTGGGATTATTATTCAAAGTTCGAGATGTAATAATTAAAGCTGTATTTCCATCATAATCTTGTATATCGGGATTAGCATTATATCTTAATAATAATTCAACAATATATGTTCTAGATCCTAAATATAATTCACAAGTTTTAAACAAAGCTGTTTTCCCTTTAATATCTTTATGATTAATATCTGCACCATTATTTAATAAATATTCAATAATTTCATAACTATTAAGAGTATATCTAATACAAGCTATTATTAAAGGAGTCCAACCATTTTCATTTTCTGGCATATTAACATCAGCTCCATATTTTATTAATAATTTAATTAATTTCAAATTATCAGACCAAGTTGCAAAAGTAAGTGGAGTGTTTCTTGAGTTTAACTTGTTAATGTTAATAAAATTAATATTTTCTTTTAAATATTTTTTAAAAATTTTATAATTTTCATTGCTTTTTGATTGTCTCAATAAATCAAAAAATTGATTATCAATATCAATTTCTAAATAATTCATAGTAATTTATTAGAATATTAATTATATTACATAAATATATTAATCAATTTTATTAAATGATTCATATAAAATATCTTTAGATAATTAATATGAATCAAATCTAAAAAATAGATTCGGAAAGTTTAGTACTTAGAACATATGTACTAATTTGTGTGTTGCCACGTGGTGTTCTTGGAAGATTACCTGCATCAACTACATATAGATTTTCAAAACCATAAACAAGACCATTATTAGGGTTGACAACTTTACCAAAAGCAGTTGTACCAGTATAATGATAACCAGAACTGGCATATTGTAGATAAGCAGCATAATAATAATCTGTAATATTATTAGTGCAATCAGGTAAGAATGAGGGACAAACAATCGGGGAAATATTAATGTATTGAAGATTTTCAACAACTTGATTTGTCTTATTAAAACCAACTGCAGCAATTTCTAGATCACTTAAATCATTAAGATGACCAAGATCAATTCTCGGATTATCAGAAGGATTGTTTGATCTAAGTCTAACAGATCCACGAGAAGCTTGATTTTGTTGTACACTAAGTACATTCTTAAGGTTAATACCAGGTACACCTGAAATTTGCATAGCCCAGTTAGAAATAACATTTGGATTATCTTCAATATTCCAATAAGCATGACCGTTAATATTAGATGAATAATAGTTATCAGGAGGCGTTCCAAGAAATTGTCTTACAACTGTAGGATGATCATCAAGATGACGACCTACATCGGGAAGATTCTTAATAACAGGAATACCAAGAGCACTTAGTTCATTAGCTGGTCCAATACCACTTTGAAGTAGAATTTGAGGGGTTCTAATAGCACCAGCAGCAAGAATAATACCTTTTTGAGCACGAAGTTCACATTGATATTGAACGCCAAAGTAATTAGTAACAGTTACTTCTACTTTTTTGGCAGTAGTACCACATGAATCAAATACAACTCTATCAACTCGTGATCTTGTCATTAATCTAAAATTAGGATGATGACGAAGTTCATGGACAAATGCCATATAAGCTGATTCTCTATATGAAACAATTGGAACAGCTACTCCGCCGAAATCAAGGAAAGTAGTTTTGGTAGTGGTTTCAGCAGGTCCAAAACCATAAAAGCTAGAATTGATTGAAGCTGTATTCATGTCAGGAAGTTTCTCAGGAATATTAGGAAAAACTTGACGAATAGCATTTCTAAAAGCTTGATAAGTGGCTTCATTAGGACTTGTATCAGTAACATTAAGAGGTCCATGATATTCTGGGCGATTTACAGATGTGATCAGATTGAGATAATAAGGAAGCATTTCCTCATAACTCCAACCAGTAATATTTAGTTGATCATAAAAAACATCAATATCAGGGAATACAGCAATCATTCCATTCACACTAGATGCACCACCAACAACAAACGGCTCAATCGCAGATACAGTTTTGTTAAATATATTTCTAAGAGGTTCAGTTTCTACATAAATCACTGCAGGACTGGAATAAACTAGAAAACTTGCAGACGGTGTTGAAACAAATGGAACTTCAAAATAATCAAGTCCACGTTCCACCAGAGTACATTTATGTCCTGCTGAAATACATTTATTTAGTGCAACACTACCACCGGGACCGCTTCCAACAATAACATAATCTGGATAACTAAAAACTGATCCAAATGTTCCTTGTCTACAAACAGGAAGAGAACTTGTTGAAACAGCAAGTAGTGCTAATACCACAAATAGTGAAATAATCCTATTGTTCATTTTTTTTATTTTATAATATTCATATACTATGAATTACACTTTAAATAGTTTTTTTTTCAATTTTTTAATAATATTGTAATTACAACATTATTAAAAAATTATTTAACATATAAATATCCAACTATTAACATATTGGCAATTATACTTAATAAACACCATGAAGAAGCAATTTCAATCATAGTTGGATATAATAAAAATTTGGTAACTACAAGAGATAAAAACCATCCCCATCCTATAATCCTCACATCATTAGGTTCATACATTAAAAATGACATCATGCATAATATTACATAAGTAATATGATTAGGAAAAACATCAAGATATTTAGGTTTAAATCTCCAAGCAAGATGACCAGTTTGTCCAACATTAGTACATGTTGAAGATCCAAAAATACTATCTTCTATAATATAATAATTTTTTGAACCAAATCCTAAATATAATAATACACAAGCATATATGAATAATAAAAAGTTAAATATGCATAATTTATTAAAATATTTTTTATTTGATTCATTGTATGAGGTTCGTTTACCTATATAGCTAAAAATAAGAGGTTGAAGCCAAATCAATATAAAACCAAAAACAGTATAATTACGATTTATCAAGTCACAATGATTTACTCCCCTTGAATCATAATCAACGACATTTCCATACAACCATTGCATAGTTTGAAAAGCTTCCATAATAAAATAAAATGTTCCAAATAGTAAATATTCGCGCCAAAATCTAGGTTTTGTAAAAATATAATAACTATTCGTTAAAACATATAATCCTGAAAAAAATAAAGAAACTTCATAATTCCAACACATTTTTATTTAATCATATAAGAATATTTACGTGAGTATAATATTTATTCAATTTTATTGGACGATATACTTTTGGAGGATATTAAACGCGGAACAAAAAAAATAATATCACATAATATTAAATGTGCGAGTTAAAAATTACCTGTTCAAAGAAAAGGTTAAGTGCTGATATTATTATAGTGGGAGCCGGTGGTGCTGGATGTATTTTAGCTCACTATTTAACAAGATTTTCAAATTACAAAATAATACTCGTTGAAGCAGGCTGTTGGCATTTACAAGATCCAAACGTTTATGATCCACAAGGATTTTTTGGTAAATATAATCCACCAGATGAAAATATAAGAATGTCTCAAAATCCATCTTATGCTTGGCAAGCACCTTTAGAACCTGATACAGGTTCTTATGGTAATAGATCAATAATTGCTCATGGAATGGGAATAGGAGGAAGTACAATGATAAATCAATTAAATCTTGTTGTTGGAGGTAGAACTGTTTTCGATGAAGATTGGCCTGAAGAATGGAAATATGATGATGTTAAGAGGTATTTCCAACGTGTCTTAGCGGATATTGATCCCATAAGAGATACAACTCGTGTCAATGTTACAGAAACTATATTAGATTCACTAAGAATTTTAGCCGAGGAACAAATAAATTCAGGTATACCCGTAGATTTTTTACTTAATAAAGCGACTGGTGATGTACCAAATATTGAAAAAACTGATCCTGATTCACATCCACTAAATTTAAATGATATTGAAGGGGTAAATTCTGTGGTTGGTTTTAGTAATTTTTATTTTGGAGTAAATAAATTAGAAGATGGTACATATATTAGAAAATACGGAGGAAATACATATTTGAATAGAAATTATGTTGATAAAAATGGTCATGGAATTGGTCCATATTCAAATTTAAGAGTATTATCTAATACAATTGTAGACAGAATTACATTTAATAATAATAAAGCCACTGGGATTAATGTAATTGATATCAATGGTAATACTTTCCATATTAAAGCCAAACGTGAAGTAATTATTTCAGGTGGAACATTTTATACACCTACCATATTACAAAGATCGGGTATTGGTGATTTTGGTTATTTATCTCAAGTGGGCGTAAAAGAACTTGTTTATCATAATCCTCTTGTCGGTACTGGATTAAAAAATCATTATTCACCTATGTCAACTATACGTGTAACTGGATCAAGTGATGAAGTCAATAATTTCTTATCGAATATGCAAACAACTCCGGAAAATATGGGATTCAAAGGAGTGGCAGAACTGGGATATCATCGTCTTGATCCTAATAAACCTGATAACGCTGATCAAGTTACATATCGTAAATATCAATGTATGGTAGTAGGTGGTCCTGGAATACCAACTGATCAACAAGTCATATTTAACTTAACATCAGGTAATTACTTTGCAATTATAACTGACGATGTTAGATTTGCTCCTGAAGGATATGTTAAAATTGCTACTCCAAATATACCACGTGATGCTCCTAAAATATTTTTTAATACATTCACAACTTATACAGCAACGTCAGCACCAGCTAATGAACAATGGCCGGTGGCCCAAAAAACATTAGCTGCATTAATATCATCTCTTTTAGGTTACGATATAGTTTACCAAATTATAAATCAAATGAATAATATTGTTACAGATAAAGGTTTTAATGTTAAATTAGAAATGGCTTATCCTCCAAATGATTTAGTCACTAAACTTCATCAAGGACTAAATACATTTGGTGAAAATTGGTGGCATTATTTTGTTCCAAAACTTGCTCTCTCAGAAACAAGTTCCAGTGAAGAAATTGAGTTCGCAGATACCTTATCAAAATTATCTTATTTCCCGAGAAGTGGAGCTCATTTAGACAGTCATCAAGGTTGTACTTGTAAAATAGGTCAAGTTGTTAATAAAAAATTAAAAGTAATTGGAACAGAAAATTTACGTGTGGTTGATCTTTCGGTTGCTCCATTCTTACCAGGAGGTAATACTTGGGCCACGGCTTCGATGATAGGAGCACGAGCTGTTGATTTAATACTCAAACGCCCAGTATTAAAAGAATTACCCTTATGTGATGTTCCTAAATTATTTTAAATCATTATTCAAAATAATTATAGTCTTGATAATAAACTTATTATGAATCCACTAAGTAATAATATTAACAATATAATCCAATAGTTAATTTTTTGATTTGGATACATCTTATTTAAGAACCAGAATAATAGATAAGCTACAATTAAATAAATAATCCAATATACAATAATTAATAACGCAATGGTTGAAACAGATGGTAACTTCACATTTAAACAATTTGTTGTCGCACCACTAACTGAAGGTATAATTAAACAATTAGGAAAACTATTAGTTGTTGCCATAATAAATTAATATTATATTATTTTTATTTATAAAATAAATTATATATGTAAAAAATTGATAATAAGTTATTGTTGATATTAAAAATATTTTAACTCAATTTAGTTATAATATGGATTCAACAATACTTATTCAATTTATCCAATCAATGAAAAGTGATTATAAAAAACATAACATGATATAAAAAATAATTAATCAAGTAAAAAACTTGGAGCCTGAAAATATTTATCAAATTATATCCAATATTACTTCTGATTATTATAAATATGAAACCATAAAATATATTTTCAATAAAGTTAAAATTAGTGGATCTTTAAATGGTAATAACGTTTCCAACATAATTAAAAAAATCGATTCAGATCATTATAAATATTGTGCACTAGAAGTATTATCTCACCAAGTAAATAATATTACTTTGAATGATATCGTTATATCTACATCATCAATATCTAGTGATAAATATAAAGTGGATTCATTTATTGTTCTAACTAAAAAAATAGATAATTTTGACATAAATTATCTGCCAAATATTTTGGATAAAATTAATTCCTCGTTTTATAAATTTGAAATTATTGATAAACTAAAATCCAAGTTTATCAATAAAATATTACAAAACAATTTAATGATTTGTATAAAAAATTTTTCTTCTTCTTTTGACATTATTAAATTAATAAATAATTTGATATTAAATTTACCCGTTGATTATCAGACTATATTAGAAATAGTCAAATATGTATCAAATGATTTTGATAATCTGAAAATTATCAAAATATTTATAAGTATTGGATTCATTATAACGATAAATGAATTATTTGAAATAATTGAAAAATTTAATAATCAAAAAACTATTTTAGATTTAATGCAATCTTTTAAAAATATCGAAGGAGATATTAATGAAGATCAATGTTCTGAAAAATTAGGTAAAATTTTTACAGTTAGCGATTATTATCATAAAGCCTGTGAAAAATTAAATATTAATCAAAATATTTCAAAGAAATATGAACCTGAAGAATCTTTATTTTCAATTGAAGGAAATATAAATTTATCAGATGATATACTCGCTAGACCAGGTGTTAAATGTATATATCATTCTGTTACGCAAAAAGATGATGTAATATCCATCGTTAAAAAATATTCTGATGGTAGTATGGTATCCATAAATAAATCTGCTCATTAATTTGATTATTTGATTTTATAATTAAATAACCAAATTAATATAACATGAATATATATAAATGTATTTAAATAAAAATATTAAACAAGTAAATGGACCTATTAATGTGGTTAGAATAGAAGGTGAAGTTAATGGTATCCAAAAAGTTATTTATCTGTTTTTGGATTTTCATTATGGTATTTCTAGACAAACAGAATGTGAAAATATATATTCAAAAGATATTCAACTTTATTTAGCGGAAAATTTTGGAAATTTGACAGAATCAGAAAAAATTTATGATTTTTTTTTAGAAATTAAACCTTCATGGTTACGTGATCAAAATTATGGAGAAAATTATAGATTTAATAATACCAAGGATATTTACATAAGAGAAGTAGTAAAATTATTTCGTAAAATTTTTAATTATGATCCAAATAAAGATCTTGTTTATATTTCAAACAATATGAAAAACCTTAGACTTCATTATATGGATATACGTGACTATACACAAATAAATTTTCAAGATAGATTAGCAGATGCTGAATATTATACCAGTAATATGTGGAATGATCAACGAATTAATATATCGGAGTTGAAAAGCATATTAAACATAGTCGCAGAATTTAAAACTTATTGTAAAAATATTATAGGAATTCTATCTACCATAGAAAATAATAAATTTGATATTGTAAAACAATCCACTATAGGTACTAATAGTAAAAATAATTTAACTCGTCAACAAAAAAATCAAAAAAATAATAATGACTTGCAATATTTTTTAAATAAAATATTTAATATGTATCAAAATCAAAATATTCGCTCCAAAATGTTAAATCAACGAGATATTTTAGTGGAATATTTAAATAGTTTATTAATAGATTGTGATAATTTAACAAGAAATTATAATAAAATTATTGGTACAATTCAGGCTAGTACCGGAAAATTAATCAAAAGAGATATATTAAATTATTATGAATATGATTTACCTATTGAAATTATTAGAGAAATGATTACCAATACCTATAATGATATTAGTCGTTTAAAAGATAAAGCTGGTAAAATTTTTACAAGATTTATGGATTTATTTTTTTTAAGGAGATTTTTGGACAAAAATTATATAACCAACGCCATTGCTTATACTGGAGCATATCATTCTCTTAATTATATAGAAATATTATTAAAAGATTTTGGATTTAAAATAACACATGCATCTTATTCAAGGATATCAGATATTAACGAATTAAATAGCGTAATTTTAAATAGATTACCTGGATCTTTAGGAGAATTATTTTATCCAGATATATCAATACAATGTTCTGATCTAACTAATTTTCCCGATAAATTTTCATAATTCTAGAACTTTTTATTCTTTGTATTCTCCTAATTTGATATGATTATTTTCAAAACATTTTAATATGTTATGATAATTATCAGGATCTAAATCATTATATATAATCCGTAATATTTCGTCTGAATCAAATTTAAATTTTAATCCAGATTTTAACCACCAATCTAACATAATTACATTTTTTTCTTTACAAAGTAAAGGAATTATATTATTAGGAATTTTAATAGTCAAGTCCGAATTTATCCACCAATTTAATACATCTCTAGAGTCACCATAACATAGAGCAATAGAATTTTCTGAATATTCTAGTTTTAGCCCAGAGTTAAGCCACCAATTTAAAGTATTAATATTTCCAAAACGTGATGCATTATCCATTGCATTTTTATCATATTTTAATTTTAGTCCAGAATTAAGCCACCAATCTAAAATTTTAGGAGCATATTCATATTCACATAAATCATTTATTGCTGATTCATCGTATTTTAGTTCAAGTCCAGAATTAAGCCACCAATCCAAAATATCAATATCTCCACAAATAGAAGCAATACAAATGCAAATTCATTATATTTTAATTTTAATCCAGAATTATACCACCAATTTAATTTTTTCACATTCGCTAAATTCAAAGAGTTTTCACTATATTTTAATGGTAAGGTTGATTCAAGCCACAAATTTAATATTTTTATATTAACACAACGATCTCCATCACCATCCATTGATAATTCAGTGTATTTTAATTCTAACCCAGAATTTATCCACCAGTCTAAAACTTGCAAATGTTTTTTTTTGATTAATTGATCTATTGAATCTGTACTATATTTTAATGGTAAACCACTATCCAACCACCAATTTAATACATCGATTCTTCCTTTTAAACTAGCCTGATCAATAGCATGATCAGAATATTTTATTTCCAATCCTGAATTATTCCACCAGTTTAAAATATCAATATTACCTTTTCGTGAAGCAATATCCATTGTATCACATGTATAACTTAATTTATATTTTGAGGTGATCCATTTTTCTAAAAAATCGATTTTATTATATTTTGAGCATATATTAATTAAATGTTTGTTAGTTGTAATATCTAAACCTAAAATTTGATATGTCTCGAAATCAAATAATGAATATTTTTCTCGAATGATTATTTTATCAACCAATATAAAATTGCTTTTATACACATCAAAATACTTACAATCTTTTGGTAAATCAACAACTAAAATATGACTAGATTGAATAAAATTATTATTTACATCTTTTAATTTTATAATATTGAATCCTGAGTATCTGGAAAAATTATTGCAAACATTTAGTCCAAAATTGTATTTTTCTTTAAAATTTTTTTCATCCGTAAAAAATGCATACATTTATTTAATTAAATAAATCCGATAAATTTATTAGATTTATTTAAATCAAATTTTTAATGGTTATGTTCTTCTGGTTGGAAACCAGTGTGAGCACAATATGTATGTTTCATAACTTGATCAGCGAATCTATCAAGTGGATGGATAATAAAAGGAATAATAGCAAGTGATACTGCTGCTGGCATAAAACGTCGGATACTTGGTTTAATAAAATTCATTTTATTTGTAGCACGTTTTGTCATATTAACAATCGTATGTATAGTCATCGTGGGAAATAAAAGTGAAGCTTGTAAATGCCAAAGAGTATGATAACACATATATTTTTGTAAAGGTGTTATACTTGGACCAGAACATTTATTATTATTTTCTACCATATTTTGATTGAGGTGTTGATTATCTCGATATTTAAAATATAAATCTGCACCAATATATGAAACAGTAACACCATACATTAAATTAACAAATATATTTGGAAAAGTTCCTCTGGTTGCTTCACCAATATCAGAAGCATATGATGCTATTCTGAATCCAGCTAGTGATCTAAGAACTCGAGTAAAAGGTGCAGCATATTTAATAGTTTCAGACACATTATCACAAGGATTAGTATTATCAGACGCCATTGTTATGATAATTTATTATTGTACCATTAATAATTTAACCAAATAATAAATCAATTTTTATTAATATTATTAAATAAAAATATTAATAAAAATCTACCAACAATCTTGAATGCAATGTTTTAATGTTACATGTTCACTTGCTTTTTTCTTAATTAATTTAAGAGATTTATTTTCACTCACACAAAAATTCATAATAAAATTAACCACTTCAGATTTCACAGAATTAGATGCAAGTGTTAAACAAGTTCTATCAGGTTTAATACCTGATGTCATTAAAAGTTTTACTGTTCTCATATAACCTCTAATACATGCCAATTTCATTACACTATTTAAAATATTTTTATCTACATCTGCTACAATTAAAAATTCTACAACAGATAAATATTCATTTGTTTCTATCTCTGTAAATACAAAATCTATACACTTTTGAATATATTCATTGATATTATAAATAGATTTTAAATATGTAATAATATTTTGATGTTTATAAATATAAGCTAAATTAATACATTTTTCAATATGATAATCAATCTGGGCACCCATTTGAATTAAATATTTAAATGTATCAAGATGTCCATTTGAACATGCCCATTTAATACAATAACCTAATTTGTCTTCTTCAATATTTTCACCTAGTTCAATTAAATACTGAATTATGTTGCTATGACCATTCAATGATGCTAGTTTCATACATATATTAAAATCATCAAGAGTGATAAACTTCGCTTCATCTTTAACAAGATATTTTAATAATTTTAGTTTATTTGAGGAAATATATTTGATAGATTTATTTGAGGTTAATAAATCAATATCAAGACTTAGGATATATTTAAAAATATCAAGATGTCCTTTTTCAGAAGCCCAGCATAATAAATATTTACAACAATCTACAAGTGAGGCACCATTGTTTACCAAATATTTAATAGTCGCTAAATCTTTAAAATATAATTTTTGCCGAACAATTATTTTGTCAGAATACCATACATTATCAAAAACATGTTCATAGATCACAGCATCTTTGGGTATATCAATTAAAATAATATAAACGCCAATATTTCTATTTTTAAAGACATCTTTAATTCTTGTATAACGAAATCCTCTAAAAAGTTTACCATTTTTTGACTTGAGTAAATCTTCACAAATATTTAATCCTTTGTTATAAGGTTTTTCAAGAGGACTTCCGATTTCATAATGAGATACAATACAATATTTATTCATGCTGTATTGGATATTTATATGGCTTTATGATTTTGTTATTAATATAATAAAATCATAAAGGGAACCTTTTTAAATTTATTTTTTCAAATTTTTATGTACATGAAAGACAATCATTTAATTGATAAAAATATCCTAATGATTTTTTTTTATTTTTAAACCAAATTTTTTCGGAATGATTTTTTGTCCATTTTATTTTTGGACGACATGTTCCATTTAATTTATGGAATTTACAAAATTTGCATTTTAATTTCGCACTTTTTTTGTTATCATTGTGACAATATTTACATATATGACTTTTTTTCACAGGAACAACTTGATTTAATATCGTATCAACATCATAATATCCATTTTCAGTTAAACCAATACACTTGTCACAACAAAAATGTTTATCACAATTAGAACATTTAATAATAACTCTTTTATAAGTCTTTATTTTTTTACCCACAATATAATCTTTTGTTTCTGAACAACATCGAGGACCAAATATATTAATTCCATATGATGAATCAATAGATATACCATTCTCTTCAATCCATTCAATCTTTTCTTGGACATTTAAATTTATTGTTTCATTTTTATAATCTCTTGGCATTAAATATGATTGACTTTTTCTTAAATATTCCAGAAATTCTACTAATTCATTAATAGATAGAGCATATCCTTCAATTAATATTATTTTACTATATACCATTTTAATGGTTTTAATATGATAACTATAAATTTATTCACAAACAAAATACAAATCAATTTTATTTTAAATGTGGTAAGATATCAATAATACTTAAACCTAATTCTACAGAATAATTCGCTTCATCACTAGTTTCAAAATTATAACCTGTTTTTTTTAATTCGGGTCCTTCATATATAGTTATATTACCTTCCATCCAACTATCAGCACCATTTTCAATCTCGTCGTTAATTTTTTCATAATCAGATTTAGTAAATGGTTGTCCATTGTTTTTACGTAATTGTAATTCAATTTTTCCATTATTAAATTTGTAATTGACTGGTTCTAATGTTGTTGGTTTATTAGCATTAAATGATGATATATATTTAAATATATCTTTAACACCTGTATAATCTTCTTTTATTCTTTCATTAATAATTTTATCAATTTCTTTAATACCTGTTAAATATGAATTTGTAAATTCATTTCCATTATAAATTAAATAAGGTTCTAATATGATTGTAATTATTTGTGGTTGTATTTTTTCTCCACCTGATTGACTGAAGTTTTGCGTTCTTTGATTAATTTTCTTAATCAAATTTAATGCATTATTTATATGATATGTATTGTTTTCGGTAACAGTATTTATATTATACATTTACTTTAATATTATATAAATATTAAAATAAATTATACATCAATTAATTGAGCTATCCTTTCGGCCAAATTTTCATCTTTTTCAACAATAACACCAAAATTAAAGGTATTTTTCACAGTTTTAAAATTTTCCAATAATATTGTTGTTGTCAAGTCAAATACTTCAACATAATTATCACCAATAACTACAAGAATATTATTATTGATATTTGGACAGATTCTTTCAATGTTTTTATTTTTTGAACGAAATATAATTTTAGATTTGGTAAAGATATTTACTTTATATATTTCATTTCCGTCAACATACAAAATTTCAGAATCAGAAAATGGCATAAATTTATTCATACTTTTTTCAGCTTTGTATAATAACTCACCACTTTCTAAATATCTTAATTCATTATAATGTTCTGTTTCCATGATTAATCTATCATTAGAATCGAAATATGTTTGATAATTTTGAGTATTATATTGCTTAATTAACTGACTCGTTTTAATATCCCATAAATTTACTTTCCAAGGATAATCTTGATATTTTGTGATAAAATAATCTGATTTATTCGAAAACAATATATTTTCAACATATTGTTGATGTTTTAGACAAGCTATTGTTCTTTTAGTTTCTAAATTGATTATTTTAATATCATAACTAATGCATTTATTACTGGACCATAATCTATCTTCTTCTTCGTATGCAAAATATTTATTATCTGGTGAAAAAGTCATATAATATACTGGATCTGTAAATGTTTTAATACGTTTAATTTTATTAAATGTTTTTGTATCATAAATTTTAATACCAAAGTCATAACTTATCGCTAAATATTTGTTATCACGACTAAATTGATGCTTGTGAGGATTATGAGTTTTTAAATTAAATTTGTTTAATATATTAAATTCTGGTTCAAAAACCAACATTTTAGTGGTGCGATATTTTTTGTATAAAAATTTATAAGTGTTACAAAATTGATACATTAAAAATAAAATATCTTTTGGTATTTTCTTCAAGTCAAAATCATTTGGAACATTTCTCATTATAATCTTTATGGTTTTTTTGTTGAATCCAAGTAATTTGATAACCTCCAAAACTTTTTCAAACATATCAGATGAAAAATCTTGTTGGTAAAATTTAACCAAATCTATTTCAAGACCAAGTGAAATTTTGCATTTACATTCTTCTAAAAAATATTCTTCTGGGGAATAATTATAATAATTAATTTTTTGACCATAAAAATCAGAAATAATATTGTAACATATTTTAGCATTCGGAACAAATATAGTTAAATATTTTTCCGTTTGTATATTATTTAATATTTTCATAAAATATGATGATGATGCTGCTAATATATTTTTATGTAAATTCATTGTTATAACTTCCTTGTCATCTTTAATAATCAAGACAAGATCAGTAAATATTTGATCCGAGGTAAAAGACCACAATTTATTAAAATTTATTGATGAATTCATTTTATTCATTATTTTTAATAAATTATTATTAACAAGATGTTAATTCAATTTTTTTAATTATTGTTATGATTTATAATAATAATTAAATTAGACTTGATCGTTGAAAAGTCCACTGATAATCTGAAGTTCATGAATCACTTCTTCCATGCTAGGTCTCTTGTTCGCATTTGAGTGCCAACACTTTTTAATGAGTTTCTTTAGATTAATGGGACAATCAGAAGGTATTTGAGGTCTTGCGCCTTCCAAGATATCAAGAGAAACTTTCATAAAATTATATCCTGCAAAAGGTTCTTTACCAGTTAATACTTCCCACATAACAATACCAAATGAAAATACATCGGTCTTTTCGTCATATTTTTCACCACGAATGATTTCTGGAGCAGTCCAACAAGGAGTACCACATCTTGTCATAGTAGTATTTTCCGCTTTAATCCTGGCAAAACCAAAATCAGCAACACGAGCATTATAATTTTCATCAACAAGTATATTCATTGGTTTAATATCACGATGAACAATGACCGGTTGTGAAGTATGTAAATAATTAATACCATTAGCTGCGTCAAGAAGCATTTTCATTTTTGTGGAAAATCCTAGTTTAATTTGAGTATTTTTAAGAACATCTCTGAGACTTCCATTTTTCATGTATTCAGTTACAATACAAATGTCTGGTTTCATTAAACAAGCTCCAATAAATACCACAATATTAGGATGACTTAGTTCAGATAAAAGTGCAACTTCAGCTCTAAAATCAAGCATTTGTTTTTCGGAAAGTTTTTGTTTAACAAATTTCTTAACAGCAACTTCAACACCTTTCCATTTACCATTGTAAACAATGCCATATGAACCCTGACCAATTTGTTTTCCCATTTGAATTTCTTTGTAATCAATGATCCATCGGCACATATTAGCAGTTGTCAGGAAAGCATTTTCTTTTGCTACTATATCCATCATATCTCTTGTGGATTTATCAGACATATTGGATTCTGATACTACATTTTCTGAATCTTGATCATAATTTTCATATGAAATTCCTCCGAAATATCGATTTCCAAGATTTGTCATTTTGACCTCATAAAGAATTAGTTCTTTGGGTAATTCTTGCACATTAATATGACCGATTTTTATCGCATTAGTTTTATCTGTCATATTCTTGTATACTTCTTCACTAATGATAATTTGACCTCCTTGTGCACTGGTGGTAATTTTTGCAGTCACATTAACAACTGGTCCTGAGTATTGATATTTCTTTGTCATCGGATCTTGAGTAATTTTCGTGGTACCATAATGAACACCCATTCTAACACGCAATCCTCTAAATAATAGTTGATCTTGGTTATCATACTCTTCACAAGCAGCTTCATGTTCAAGTAAGATTTTAGGCCAATCAATGTCCAAAAGAGTTTCTTGAATTTCTTCACAACATTTAATGGCATCGGTAATTGAAGAGAATATTAAACAAAATGATCCTTCACCATTATTACGATCTTTCAAGGAATAATTTTCATAACCTGAATATTTAATAATAACTTCTCTAATTTTTTGGTTATGTAAAATAGTGGCATCTTTCATGGCATTTGGATTGAATTCCCATAATTTAGCCGCTGAAATAATATCTGTATACACAACAACAACTTGACCAGTTGGATGTGGAATATGAATCTTATTATTAGGAATATCCATATCAGATTGTGTAGAGCTTGATGTTTGACTTGATTTACTATTACCAGATTTTGTATTATCACTCGAATTCATTGATGAACTTGTATTAGAGGTTATAACACTCGAGTCTCCAAGCATGGTTGAAAGTCTTGTCATAATTTCAATGAATGTTGGACGAATAATTGGATCAATGTGCCAACATGATGTCATAAGTTCAATAAATTCCATAGGATGTTTTTGTTTGTCTTCTTCCGTAATAATTGGTCTAAGATTATCCCTTATAACAGCGACTGCTATAGCAGCATTCGACATATTTTCATATGGTTTCTTGCGTGTCATTAATTCCCACATAATAATACCGAATGAATATATATCAGCTAATGTGAAATCTATTTCTGGATTATCATTAAGAATCTCGGGTGCGGTCCAATGAATTGTGGCAATTAGTTGTTCAATAGATTTGTTTTTATTTAGTTCAGATCTAAACTTTGTCAAACCAAAATCACTCACTTTAACATTCCATTTAGAATCTAGTAGTAGATTAAGAGACTTGAGATCTCTATGGACAATGCCGGATGAGTGTAAGAAATGCATTCCTTTAGATGCTTGATATGCCATCTTAATTTTAAGTTCTAGAGGAATATCTGGAATAAGTTCATTTTCTAAAAGTTCATACATTGACCCAAGTGACATGTGCTCCATGATAATACACATTTTGGGAGGTTTTGTGCAAGCAGCCATAAATAACACAACATTTGGATGACGGAGTTTAGTCATGACACGAATTTCATCGTAAAAGGCTTGTTCCATGTTTTTAGTGATATTTTGCGAAGAAATTACTTTTACAGCAACTTCAGTTCCTTTCCAAGTCGCTTTATAAACAGTTCCAAAACCACCAGTTCCTAAAGATTCTCCTAATTCTATTTCGTCAAAATCAACTTCCCATTCATCTTCAATATGTCTTCTAAATCTTAGCAAGATTGTTATAATAATAACAAAGACAATGAGTAAACAACAAACAATAAATGCAAAAGGTATAATTGTGGCAAGAACAATAGTTACAATTTTATCACTGGATTCTGAAACTAATAATTCACAATATTGACCTGTTCTTCCCGAATCACAAATACAACTGTTATTATTACATGTTCCAAGATCACTACAAATCGTGCCTTCATAAATACAATCAGCATATGCACTTACACTTTGACCCTCAAATTTAAAAGATTTCAATGAGTTAAGAATAACACTTTTTAATTTGGGATTTGATGATGCTAGATAATATCCTTTATTTTTAGCGCTATTAATAGCAAGTGGATTATTTTGTGTCCAATACATAAACTCTGCTAAAGCAGATGCCTTATCTTTATTTTTCATTGTATTTTCAAAATACACAACTGAAATTAATGTGGTAATTGGCCAACCAGTATTGGCTATTTGCCTTTTGATAGATCTAATAAATTTAGAGGAGAAATCCCAATCTATTTTATTTTTTAGAGTTTCAAAAGTAGGATCAATAATAACATCATTAATTTGTAGACTTGCCATTTGTACAGTTTCAACTCGTGACAACAATCTAACGCCAAAATCGGTCCAAAAACCGAAAGAATAATGATTATTAATTAAAGCGTCTCCTAAACTATCGATATTATTTACAGGAATAACGTTACTGTAATTAAATAATTGGTGAGGATTATATGTTGGTCCTACTAAATTATTAAAAAGATTGTTGTTTTGACTCAAAAAGTTAGTAAATATATAATTAATATCAGATGAAATATTTTGGATTGTTACTAAAATAGTGGCATTTGGTAATAAATGTTTAACTTCCGGATTAAGATCGCGAATTTTACTGTTATTCCAATTATTAATTTGACCTAAGTAAATATTTGTAATAATATCAATATCCAAAATAAGTTTCTTACCTAACATTTCAGGTAAGTTATATGCAGGAACAATTGAAAATGCAGCAAGAGGCATTTGAGCTAAATCTGGCATCTCTTCATAAAAATGATCCTCTACTCCATTAATAGTTACCGCAAAATCACAAGCTTGTGATTTTAATAATTCAATTGAATTTGAAGAAAGAGTGGAATAATATTTAGCAATAGTAAATCCCGAAGTAAATTCTGTTAACCATGAAGGTATAATAGATGTTGAACCTCCAAAAGAAATCAAATATTGTTGATTTGAAACACTAACATTATTACATTTTACGATATAAATATTATCTATCGCAACTTTTTTTAGAGTATTATCAAGAGGATAATATTGATTTTGGGTCAAAGCTTTACCCACCGCAGTATTTGTGTAAACCCATGCAATAAATTTTAATACTATATCAGCTCGACTACAATCTAATTGATAAAAACGTTTACTCATTACAACATAATTCATGTATGCCAGGGGCCAAGAATTATTTCCGGGAGCATCATAAATATCAAGTGCAAAATTACCAGAAGCATATTGTGATTGATAATCTGCCATAGCATATTGTACACTTTCAATTGATGGTTCGACAAGATATCCAGCTTTGTTGTACATATTCATGATTGAAACATTTGGATTGGTATTATTATAAGCATTTGCATAACTCACAAACGTCAGACCATAAGAAGTATTATTGATCCATTCAAATCTTTCAATTGCTGAAGGTCCGATACTTACGCATCGAGACTCATTAGCGAATGACATATTTCTAAATAGGTTCCCCGCATTATTAAAATCAGTTGCGAATTTAGCATAAAAACTTGATAACGCTGATTGTAAAATACCAGAAACTGAAACATTTCCATCATCATTGTATCCTAAAATAATTTCTTTATCAGGTAAGATTCCCTCAAGATCAGGATTAAGTGCTATAATATCATCATGATTCCATTTTTTAATATCACCTGTCCAAATTTTACCTAATGTTTGTCTATCTACTACAATTCTGGTATTCAGACTAGTCAATTCAGGAATATTATAAACCATTACAATAGCTTGACCTGCCAAGGGAAATTGTACAAGATTAAATATATCTTCATAGACACGTGAAATTGATCTATCAAGACCAACATAATCTATAAAATCTACCTGTGTTAATAGAACATCAATAGGTAAATCTTCAAATGTAAATGAAGCATCACTATATGCAATTGAATACATATCAATTAGCTGTCTATAAAGTGATCCAGAAGATTTACTACTGATTCCAAAAATTCTAGAACTCACTTGAGCATTAGTAAATGTGATAAGATATAGCATCAATACAAATTTGATGGTATTAATAAAACTCATGATTACTAATCAACTATGATTAAAAATATTGGGTCTTTGTGATTGTTTGTGGGTTTTTAGCATCTTAATGGGATATAAATGTTAAAGCACTGGTTTAGAGTATTTTTTTCAATTTTTATTAAATAATTAAATTTTTATTTAATTATTAAATTACCTAAATATTCAGATAATTTATCTTTAATATACCTTGTCATTAAATCATAGGTATTTTAGGCAATTTCTGATTCATGTTTTCCTTTAAAATTACTGAGCGTTTTTTTCAAAAAATGGAGACTTTGTGTATAATATTAATTTATGAAGTTTTAAATATTTTTTATTATTTTTATCTATCAAAATTAATTCTGTGTCTGATAATATTTCGGTATTTAATACGTTGGAAAAATCTATATTTTTTTTGTTATTGATGAATAATGATTTATGTTTTAGAAATTAATAAATTTAATAATTTTAAATAGTTAAATAAATTTAACTATTTAAAATTATTAAGATATTGTTGTAATTTATTTTCAAAATTATTAACATCCACACACTTAATATTATGTGTTTCTAAATTAATTGATGCGTATTTAATTAATAAACCTGTAATTACATTGTAAATATAAAAATTTGTTTTATCTCCATAAAATTTTGATCCAATCATTATTTCTTTATTAATAAAATCAAAGTATTTTGAATTATTTTTTAAGGTGTTGATTATTTTTTTTTCACTCAAACTATAAACCTTTATATTTTCTTCTGTGATAAATAAAATTATATCATCTTCATTATATTTTAAATTTGTAATTTTTTCTTTTGAAACATATATGGTTTCCATTGTATTTCCGATTATGGAATATAAAAATATTGTTGATGATTCATCACGTCCGCTGATGAATACAATTATATCATTATAAATAAACATGTCTTCTATATATTCAGATGTAGAAAAGTCAAAACCAATTTTATATATATGTTTAATTTCTTGATTTTTTTTATCGTAAAAATAAATACCTTGTTTTGGATTATTGTTGTCATTATCATCATTTGTATCTCTGCTCTGGTCCTTCTTAAAAAGGATAAAAATAATTTTTTATAATCAAGGGAATGTTTATGATAATAAATATAATACTCCGAATAATAAAAATAATCATAAATAAACCCAAAATGTTTTTCATCCAAATTTTTTAATAAATGTTCACAATTTTTATTTTCCATATATTCATTTAATTTTATTTCGTTACCAAGTAAATCATATACAAAAAATTTATTTCCATAACCCAATTGACGCAATAGATTTCCTTTTTTTGCAATAATTTTGTCTGAATTTTTTTCATAGTCCAAATAATTAAAAGATCCGTTTATTATTTTATTACATTTATTATTGTAAATATCAACAATATAAATACCTTTATTACCTATGGTCAATATTTGTAAATCAATATACTTTTTATCTCTCTCTTTGATTAAATCAATTGGTAATTTATTAAGATTAAAATTTAATGGTAAATTTATAGATATTAAATCTATTATTTCATCATTGTATTCTCTTGATAGAATAATACTTAAAAATTCTTCAAATTCATTTTCAGGTATTTTTAATTCTTTGGATAGACTACTTTCCAATAATAATTGTTGTCTACACATATAATTTGATATTTGATATTTCCAATTATCGTTAGGTAAAATTTCAACACCATAAAAAGATTTTATTATGTCAATACAAACGTCCACATCAAATACTTCTAAAATGATTTGTGATTTTATTTTTCCTTTAAAAAACGTGGTAAATAATTTTTGGAAGAATGGAGACTTTGTGTATAATATTAATTTATGAAGTTTTAAATATTTTTTATTATTTTTATCTATCAAAATTAATTCTGTGTCTGATAATATTTCGGTATTAAATACGTTGGCAAAATCCATAATTATTGTGTATTTTTATACAAAACTTTTCCCTGACCAAGTTGTTATAATTTCAATTTTCTTGTGATACGTATAGTATTGATATGAGTATTATTTCCAAATGTATATGTATATTTTTTATTTATTATCATAATAATAAATAATGAATAAAGACAAATATCTCAAATATAAAACCAAATATAAATTACTCAAGTCTAAGTTACAAGATGATAATATGAATGGTGGTAAAACGGAGAAACAAGCTATGATAACAAATGATAATATGAATTTAATTCCTAAAGTAAGTCAATCTAATAGATTTATTGAATTTGATTTTCCGGAAATTTCTATAGCTTGTGTTGAATATTCAGAAGGGCCAACTGGATGTACTTATATTAGATTTAATACCAATAATGTTAGTTATTATGTAGATTCAAGAGGAGGATCAGTGATGACATATGCCTCTAATTTATCTCGTTCTAATAATAGAGCAATACGTGGTATATGTTTTGCGGGTGGAAGTTTTTTAGGATTAGAAGCAATATCTGGATGTGTTATTGAAGAATTAAAGAAGACAGATTATATTTGCGCCAGTAAATGTATTGTTACAGGTGCTAGTCTTAGAAGTGGTAATATGAATTTTAATAATATTTATCCTGATAAAAATCTTGGCAGATTTGCTGTTCAAAATACTATACAAAATAAAATATATTTGGGGCAAGTTGGTGCAGGTTGTATGGCAGGAGATGGTAAATATGGACAAGGTGCTGCATTTCGTAACTATAATGGTGTTAAAATATTTGTTTTTACCGCTGTTAATGCTTTAGGTTCTATTTATAATTCAAAAGGTGAATTAATACGAGATCGTAAATCAATACCAGTCAATGTTAATGTTTTGGATCCAAAATCTGATAAAAATACAACATTAACTGCTGTTATTACAGATTTAAGTTTAAATGTAATAGAATTAGAACAACTTGCTATTCAATGTCACACTAATATGGCAAGTATCATTAGACCATTTCATACTATTGGTGATGGTGATGTTTTATTTGGAATCACATTAGGAAAAGTAAATAGAGAAACCATAATAAATTTCAATATTAGAGATTTTTATAATGTATGTAGTCAAGTAACTAATGAAGCTGTTCTTACATGTTTTGATTAATTAGTTTTATTATCATACAATTAATTAATCATTTTATCAAATTTGGATTTAAATATTTTTTAGAAACAGGATCAAAAATTCTTTCATATAAACTTCTACATAAGGGAAAATCTTTTGGTTTGGCATTATAAAATTTTTGATAATTTTGATCAATGTCTCTAATATTAATGATAGGTTTATCTAATACTCTTATGATTAATTCGCCATCAATAAATAAATCATATACCGTATCATCGCGTTGAGGCACATTTGGGGTCTCAACGTGGATTTTATCGGTCCGAGTATTATTTTTAAGTAATACTGGTTGTGTGAAAAATTCACCAAAGCCAACATCAGCTAAATATTTTTGGCCATTAATATTTACTATTATGGTCAAATGATAAATATCATAAAATTTACCTACTCTATTTTGTTCATAAGCTTTGACTAAATAATTATCAAAACCGTATTTAGTTAAAAAATAAGAAAAAGTATAATTTAAGTCCATACAAATTCCATATTTTTTACTTGTTGTGTTTCTTATAATAAGTTTTGGATCAAATCTTTTTGATTTGTTATTTAAAAAGTAATCACGATTTGAAAACATATATTGTGATAAAAAATCTATCATTAATTTATTTAATAGATTAATGTTAGTCATTATGTACTGTATATATTTATAATAGAAATTATTATCGATTTATTTATGGCGTGGAATAAATTTTTGGTTGTATTTATTATTTTTATAAACTTTATTATTGTGTGGATGATAAATTTTATCTTTTTTATTATATTTTTTTAATAATTTTTTAAGAGGAGTTTTTTTTGATGATGGATCTGGTGTTATAAATGATTTTATTATTGATTCATATAAATTTTTTTCGGAATATTTTTTTGTGTTATATTTTTGATATATTTCATCTATAAGATCATCATAACTAGACGAATAATTTTTTAATATTAAACCATCTTCCGTATTAAATCCTGAAGGATGAATAGCCATTACTACTCCACAATCAATTGGTTTATTATAAATATTACCTTTTTTAAATGGACGAGATATTATATCACCACTAAAAAAATCAAAATCATTATGTGGACCATATCTTGTAAATGTTGAACTTTTTATTAATCCTATTTTAGGTCCATTAGGATTTTCAAAAACATCCATTGGCCCAAATAAAAATCGATTAATATAACGTTTTGATGGTTTATTTAAAATATTTACTTTGATATTTGTTCTTTTTAGAAAAGGTTCAAATCTATTATGAATGGAATAATCTATGGTAATTACTTCTACACTTAAGGGTATACTTTTTAAATTACCACGAAAATTATTTGATATGGTTAAATATTTTATTCCGTTAGGAATAATAGCTGTTTCAGCAGTATAACATAGTAATTTGAATTTATTATAAAATGGTAAATATAATACACGTCGATAATCATGAATATCTGTATAATATATTTTATCGCGAAAGTATCTTAAATATTTACAAGTGGAAAATAAATTAGTTTTATCTTTATCATTAATCAAAAGTATAATGATTAACCAAATATCATCACAAAGTACATTCATTTTATTATTAATATTATCAACAATAATTATTAAATAATATTAATTCAATTTTATTTAATAATTATTTGGGTTTTATAAAATTTTCTTGGTAATAAACCACAACCATGTCCTTCAGTAGTTAAATATCCTCCATATTTATTTATTGTTGATAAACTTGGTATATTTGGTTCAGTAATAATAATTTTTACTTTTTGTTTGTTAAGAATTTTTTTGAAGCGAAATATTTATATAAATCCATTTCCAAATATTTTATATTTTTTGGTATAATATCAACTGAAAAAGTAAAATTTGTTACCACTAAATAATTAACAATATTAGGTATTTCTTTTCCATCATCAACATATTTAATTTTATTTATCCTTTTAATAAATGATAAATTTTTTACTTTATGATAATTATGGATATCTGTATAATATATTTTATTATGGAAACTCCTTAAATACTTACATGTAGTGAATAAATTAATTTTATCTTTATCTTTTAATAAATTTATAATTATAAACCAAATATCATCATATTGAAAATCCATTAATTAATATAACAATTATAACAATAATTCTAATATTAATTATTTCAATTTTTAATCCATATATTTTAATATATCAAGTGTTTTTGTTTTAAGAGAATCTAAATCATAAATATTTAAATAATCAAATAATTGTAAATTATTCCATGTGATACATTTTTCCATAGAATTATTTTCTAAATTTAATCCAAGGATTATCATACGTGATCTGATAGAAATTGGATTAAATAAAATTTTGTTAGTGTGATATTTAATGTTTTTTATAATATAATCCATAGTCATTTTATAATAGGTTTTTCGTGTTATTATTTTATGATATGTTTTAATTTGTTCATTATTGAATAAATTTAATTCAACGACATAATTAAAATCAGCACCATGATCTAATAATAATTCAAGTGTTTCTATATTACTAGTATTATTTATATATTTTAATGCATGGGTTAAAGCTGTTTTACCATTATTATCTTTAATATTAGGATCACTATGATAATATAATAACAATTTTACCGTTTCTGTATTACTTAAAGATTTACTGTATCTTGAAGCATACATAAGGGCTATTTTTCCTTTGTTATTTTGTAAATTTACATTAGCACCAGCTTCTAATAATAATTTTACGGTTTCTATATTACTAGTTTTATTTGAATATTTAGATGCTATCATTAATGCTGTCCAACCATCTTTTTCTGGTAAATTTACATCAGCACCAGCTTCTAATAATAATTTGACTGTTTCAATATTACTCTCTGTACTCGAACATTTAGATGCTACCATCAATGGTGTCCAACCATCATTTTCTGGTAAATTTACATCAGCACCAACTTCTAATAATAATTTGACTGTTTCAATATTACTTGCTGTATTTAATAATATGGTAGATATATTACTATTAGGATTTGAATATCTGGATGCTATTAATAATGCAGTATCACCTATATTATTTTGTAAATTTATATAAGCACCAGCTTCAATTAATATTTTAACTGTTTCTATATTACTATATTTATTAGAATTTGCACATGTAATTATTAATGCGGAATTGCCTTTATTATTTTTTAAATTTACATCTGCACCTGTTTGCAATAATAATTTAACGGTTTCAATATTACTTCTTGTATTGGAATATTTAGATGCTAACATTAATGCCGTCCAACCTTCATTATTTTTTAAATTTACATTCGCACCATTTTCTAATAATAATTTTATGGTTTCAATATTACTACTTTTATTTGAATTTCTTGATGCTAACATTAATGCTGTCCAACCATCATTTTCTTGTAAATTAATATCAGCATCAGCTTCTAATAATAATTTGACGGTTTCTATATTACTATTTTTATTTGAATCCATCGATGTAAACATTAATGCCGTCCAATCATCATTTTCTTGTAAATTTACATTAGCACCAGCTTCTATTAACAATTTGACGGTTTCAATATTACTATCCATATTTGAATTTTTAGATGCAAACATTAATGCTGTAAATCCTTCATTCTCTTGCAAATTAATATCAGCACCAGCATCTATTAATAATTTGACTGTTTGTACACTTGACCAAATATTAGAATTTCGACAAGCTATCATTAAAGCCGTCCATCCTTTTTTATTTTTATGGTTTATTTTTCGGCGATTTTTTTTAGATTTTAAATGGTTAATTATTCTTTGATGACCATCAGGATGGTTTCTTTCGGTGATAATTAGATACATTAATTTAGTGAAATGACGACTTTTACTTCTTGGAGAACAAGGATATTTAGTTTCATAACTATATTCACCAATGTCTTGTGCCATTTAATAATTTTTTAAATTGATATTATTTAATTATTCATAAAAACTTCAATTTTTATGAGTAATAAATCCATATGTTTTAGAAAATCTAAATCATTGATATTTAAATAATTAAATAATTGTAAATTATTCCATGTGATACATTTTCAATAGAATTATTTTCCAATTTAATTTGGATCATGCAAAAAATTTATTTAAAACATGTGTCGTATTGAATCTAAAATTTTTACTTTGTCCAAAATAAATTTATTTTTTTGACTTATTATTGTTATAATATAATAAATCCTTGACTAATTTTATAAATATATTCCATAATAATATTTGTTTTGGTATAAATTTTTTCCATAATAATATACTATCTATTAATAAGTTATCATATGTATCGTTTAATCATTGTTGATCCTTTTAATTATTTACAACAAACTGGTGGTGCTAAAAAAAAATGGACTACCCTTGAACATAATGGCGTATTATTTCCACCTGAATATGTTAAACATAATATTCCAGTAATTTATCAAGGAGATGAGGTAGTTTTAGATACTGATGCTGAAGAAATTGCTACATTATATGCTAAACTTATTGAAACAGATTACATCAAAAATCGCACTTTTAATAAAAATTTTTGGTCAGATTGGCGAAAAGTTTTAGGACCAAATCACGTTATCCAAAATTTAGAAGATGTTGATTTTAGACCAATTTATAATTATATTTTAAGACAAAAAGAGGAAAAAAAATTAGATCCTACAATAAAAGAAAGAAAATTAGCAGAAGAAGAAAAATATAAATTTGCACTTGTTGATGGCAAAGAACAACCTGTAGGTAATTTTAGAATTGAACCACCAGGTATATTTTTAGGAAGAGGTTGTAATCCTAAATCAGGACATGTCAAAAAAAGAATTTATCCTGAAGATATTATTATTAATATTGGAAAAAATGCTCCCGTTCCTGAACCTCTTCCTGGTCATCAATGGATGGATATTATTCATGATCAAACAGTAGAATGGTTAGCTGCATATAAAGATACTATTACGGGTAAAATGAAATATGTATGGTTAGGTGCACAATCTGATTTAAAAGCCAAAAGTGATTTAAATAAATTTGATTTAGCCAGAAAACTTAAAAGAAAAATAAAACAAATAAGGAAAGAAAATGAAAATGCACTAAGAAGTGACGATAAATTTACTAGACAAATCGCGACTGCTTTATATTTTATTGATAATTTTGCATTAAGAGTTGGTAATGAAAAAGCAGATGATGAAACTGATACAGTTGGAGTAACTAGTTTACGTATTGAGCATGTACATTTATTGGAAAATAATCGTGTAAGACTTGATTTCTTAGGAAAAGATTCCGTGAGATATAATAGAACATTAGAAATTGATACACAAGTTTATCAAAATCTGAAAGAATTCATGGAAGGAAAATCTCCGAAAGATCAATTATTTGATTTAATAACACCAACTGATGTTAATAAATACTTGCAAAGTTTTATGAAAAATTTAACAGCTAAAGTATTCAGAACATACAATGCTTCAAATTTATTCCAAAAAGAATTAAAAAAAATTAATAAAAAATATGATTCATATGATGAAGCTGATAAAATTAATATTTTATTAGACGATTTTAATAAGGCAAATGCCAAAGTAGCTCAATTATGTAATCATCAAAAAAATATTACTAAATCAACCAACGAACAACTAAAAAAACTTGATGAATCTATTAAAAAGGCTCAAGATAAACTCCGAAAAGCTAGACGTGCAAAAAAGAAAAATCCACAAACAATAGCAAAATTAGAAAATAATGTCAAAAAACTCAAATCAAAAAAAGCCCTAAAAACTGAACTTAAAAATATATCTCTTGGTACAAGTAAAATTAATTATATCGATCCAAGAATTACTGTCGCATTTATGAAACGTCATAATTTACCAATTGATAAGATATTTTCTAAAACTCTTCAGGATAAATTTAAATGGGCTTTAGATGTTGACGAAAATTTTGTTTTTTAAAATAAATTATTTAATGTATTTTAAAAATTCTTGTTTAAAAAATCTATAGTGGTCATCACAATCATAAAATGTGGAACAACCCTCGCTAAATTTAGTGTAAGACCTTTATAATAATATTTTGGATTTAATCCTTGATATAGAGATAATCCATATATATGTCTTGTTTTTAAATAATCAAGAGGTTGCATTAATGTTGTGGAAATAATAGCCGTACACATTGATGATATGACAGCATTTTTAAATCTATCATTAAGTTTATCATAAAGTGGAAAAAATAAACTAGAACTTATTAAAGTTTTACCAAATGATTTAGAATATCCTCTATAAAATATTTTAGGACCATGTATTTTTAATTCTTTGATGAAAGATGTATTCATTTGTAAATGAATTTTAATGGCGTCAATAGGATGTGTCATTAAAGAAGAAATAATTCCAGCAAACATCCCATTAAACATTTTATTTGAGTATGTAAAATCACAAATTTCAAAATATCTGTATAAAAAATACTTACTTGATGTAGAAAATATTTGTGAAGAAATGGCTGGAAATGAAGCACGATAAAAAGCTTTAATGCCACCATTTCTATAAATATTTTGTAAACACTGACTCATTGTTGTGGAACTATTTTGATAATTAGTTTTAAAAGTACAAATAGGTAATGTGATTATTTCGGCAAATCCTGTCGCAATAGCAGAATTAAAAAAATCGCGCGAACAAGACATGTATTATTATTATAAAAAACATTTATTTAAGCTAAATATTTTTTAATTAAATTTAAAATAATATTCCAATGATTTCCCATATTTAACATTTTTATCAGGTAAATCTAAATCCTCTTGACTATTTAATTCATTAATAGTATTGGCATTTATTAAATTTTCCGCATACATATCACTATATGGATTACACATGATCTTTGTTTTCCAAACAAGATTATTTATTAGGATACCCAACATTTTTTTATTACAAGTTGATAGTTCGAGATTAAACAAATTCAATAAACGATTAATTTTATTTATTATTGTGACAGCAATATATTTACCATTTATTCTTTCTTTTGCACAAGAATATTTAATATGATAATTTTTTTGGTGTAGTTTAAAAATACCTAATGTTATATATGGCTCTTCTTCATTCCAATCATTACTTTTGTATATCACATAATCTATGTAAAGAGTGATTATAATATCCGCTGTTTTAAATTCAACACGACATTTTGGAATATGTTATACTCATTTTTGCTTTGCAAAAATGAATATACATACACAAAATGTTTCTAGGCGTAATATTTACAGCAAAGCTGTAAATAATACCCTAGAACAAAAGCTTGAAACTTCGGAACGTAATTCAAATCCAAAACTATTATCAAATTCAGAAGTAAAATGTATATTAGATATTTTATCTCTAAAAATTTGAGGTATTAATTCATTTATCTCCTCAGGGGTATTATTGAAAATGGATAATTTTTTAATATTCATATGACATAAACTATTAATCTAATTTTATATTAGAAATATATGATTCAGGTAAATTATGTTCACGCCACCAATTTATAGTATTAATATTACATTCATTTTTTTCATTACTAATTTTATTGATAATACTATTACTATGTTTTGAATATTTTAATGGTAAACCTGAGTTATACCACCAGTCCAGCACTTCAATTTTATTTAAACTGAATGCAAAATCAATAGATTCTTCTGAATATTTTAATGGTAATCCTGATTCCAACCACCAATTTAATTTTTCTATGTGTTTATCATTATCGTTTATATAGTCATCATCAAAATAATTTAAATAATTATAATCCATTGAACGTGTTGAATATTTTAAAGGTAATCCTGATTTTCTCCACCAATTTAACATTTCAATATTAGCATAATCCATAGATTTTTCTGAATATGTTATCGGTAAACCATTTTCTATCCACCAATTTAATAATTCCACATTGTGTATTTTGTCCAAAATATTATTCTCACATTTTATTTCCAAATTATGATTTTTCATTAATTGAAGTGCTTCTATATTTCCTGTCGTAATTAAATTAACAATTAATTTATTGGTGTATTTAATTTTAAGACCTGAATTGATCCACCAAGTTAATATTTCGATGGAATCATTTATAAATGATATATTATCTAAAGAATCAGAAGTATATTTTAATTCTAATCCTGAATTGATCCACCAATTTAAAACATCTAATTTATTATAATTAGATGCTAAATCTATTGCATCCGAAGTATATTTTAATTCTAATCCTGAATTGATCCACCAATTTAAAACATCAATAAATCCTTCTGCACTTACCATATTAATTGCTTCCTCATCATATAATAATTTTAAACCTGAATTTAACCACCAATTTAATACTTTAAGGTGTATTTCAGGATCAAAACAATATGAATAATTGTCGTGCACAAAATTTATACTTGCAATCGTATATTTTAATTCAAAACCTGATTTTAACCACCAATCTAAAATATTTATATGTCCGTTGACTGAGGCCAAATCAATAGCATCTGTACTATATTTTAATTTTAAACCTGATTTTAACCACCAATTTAAAACATTAACATGTCCACATTCTGATGCCCAATCAAGAGATTTTTCTGAATAATATGGGATGTAATTGGAATTAATATACCATTCCAAAAAATTTATTTTATTTTCACATGATGCATAATCCATAATATATTTATTATCCTCAAAATTCAACCCAAGTTTATCATATGTAGATAATTCATATAATGAATACGTCTCTCCGAATTGGAACATATTAACTTTCCAAAATCTAGAAAATTCTATTTTTTCCATTCTAAATTTTTTACTTTTTTTTGGTAAATTAATAATAGTTATATCTGTACCTTTATCATAAAATTGATTAATGTATTTTAATTTTGTTATTATTATACTATCAGTGGATGATTTAGTATAATAAAATCCATCCCCATTTATTGAAAGATTATCCTCATCCATTAAACTTTCGAAAAATTCTTTGAAAGAATTTGTGATTAAAATATACATATTTAATATATTAAAATAGTATTATTTTATAATGATATTATTCTTGATTGTTTAATTATTTGGTTACTATTAAAAACCATATAATTATTTGGATTTGTGTCAATATATTTTAAATATTCTTCTGATAACTGAGGTTGATTTTTCCACCATTTAATGGTTTCTATATTGCATTCATAAGATTGTTTACTTATTATTTTAACTCGCGAATGAGTAGAATATTTTAAGGGAAGACCTGAATTTACCCACCAATTTAAAATATTTATGTCATTATTTTCAAAAGCAGAATCGATTGAGATAGTTGTATACTTTAATGGTAAACCTGATTTTAACCACCAATTAAATTTTTCGATAATATTATCATTATCTTCATAATAATCAAAAACATTTTCAGAATATTTTAACGGCAAACCTGATTCTAACCACCAATCTAATATTTTAGTATTAGAACAAAAATCCATAGCCACTTCAGAATATAACATTGGTAAACCATTTTTGATCCACCAATTTAATATTTCCACATTCTCCGCACAATCTAAAATATATTTATTACATTTAATTTCTAATCCATTTTGCATCATATATTGTAAACATTCTAATTTATTCCACCATATTAATAATCTGATAAATTCTGAACTATACTTAATTTCAAGACCAGAATTTATCCACCATTTAATTATTTCAATAATATTTGCATCTTTTTTTATCAAATCAAGAGATTTTTCAGAATATTTTAATTCGAGACCAGAATTTAACCACCAATTTAATATATCAGTATCAACATAACTCGATGGTAAATCTATGGAATTTTTGGTATATTTTAATTCTAATCCAGAATTTAACCACCAATTTAATACCTTTATTTTATTTTCATCAAATCCATAATAATAATCTAATGCTTTTGCACTATATTTTAATTCTAAACCGGAATTTAACCACCAATTTAAAACATTTATTTCACCATAAATAGATAGGTCATCAAGAATATTTTCGTCATATTTTAATTTTAAACCCGAGTTTAACCACCAGTTTAAAATATTTAAATGACCTTTAATAGATGCATAATAAAGAGCATCTTCACTATAAATCGGAATATAATTATTATCAATATACCAATTTAAAAATTCTATTTTATTATCTCTCGATGCAAAATCTATAATATGTATATTTTTTTGTATATCCAAACCAAATTTTTCATATGTCAAAAAATTATAAAGTGAATATGTTTCTAAAAATTTACACATATTTGTTTTTGCATCATAAATTTCATAATTTTCTTGTAGATTTAAAATAATATCCTCTTCTGATAATTTATCTATACTCATAGTAGCTTCTTTAAATAAAAAATTAGGATAATCTTTTGGTAATTCTACAATAGTAATATCTGTTCCTAAATTAAATAATTTATTTATATTTTCTATTTTAGTTAATTTAAATGAAAGGTTTTGAGAATCGTAATAAATATTATTATGATATTGTATATTTTCTTTTGATTCGATTTTTTTCAAATACTTATTAAAATTTTTAGATATATGAACATACATTTATTTAATAATGTAAAGATATCTTTATAAAATTAAATAATGAGTGATATTGATATCGATAATATTGAATTTTTATCTGAAACAGAAAATAATCATTTGACAATAAGTATCATTTATGATATTATTAAAGTTTCCATTGATTCAAGCCATTTGTTTCAAAATATTAATTTAGTGGCTGAAGTTATTGATATTCGAAACTATAAAGGTATGGTATTTATAAAAATACGAGATATATCTGGTGTTATGCCAGCTGTTATTTATCGTAATGTTTATAAAGAAAAACTACTTGAAGGAGATAAAATTAATATTGTGGGTAAGTTAGATATTTACAATTCACAAATACAATTAATTATAAATTCTTATAAAAAAACAGGATTAGGAGATACTAACTTGAAACTTCAACTTTTGAAGGAAAAATTATTTAAATTAGGTTATTTGGATAACAAACCTATTTTAGAAAACGATTATAAAAAAATTGGAGTAATATCTTCCATAAATGCTGCTGGTTTAAGAGATTTTTTACATGTTATTATTCAAAGATGTACAGGAAAACAATTGTATATTTATCCTGCTTCTGTTCAAGGAAAGGAAGCACCTAATGAAATTATATCTGCAATTAAATTAGCTAATGAACATAAAATAGTTGATATTATTGTATTAATTCGAGGAGGTGGATCCAGAGAAGATCTTGCATGTTTTAATGACGAAGGAATCGCACATGCTATTTACCAATCAAAAATTCCTATTGTAACCGGAATTGGACATCAAATTGATACTTCAATTGCTGATTTAGTTTGTGTTAAATCTTTTATAACTCCCACAGCAGTTGCGCAAAATATTACCATAGAAAATAATAATTCCAAAAATATATTAAATGAATTAACAAAATCAATTAACCAAAAAATAATAAATTATTTAGGTAAACGAAATAATTATTTAATTGATCGTGATAATAAACTGAAAAATAGAATTGATAATTTAATTTCTCATTTAGATAATACTATTGAATCACATAATAATACTATCATAAACAAAAAACAACATTTGGTTACTAATATTAATAATACATTTAAATATATATCTGATCGTAACAAGGAAATTCATGATCTGATTAGTAATAACGTTAATATTCTAGAAAATAAATTAGACAATGATCAAAATAAATTTAGTTATTATCTCAATACCTTTGACCAAAAAATAAATATATATGATAATCAATTGAAATTTATCGCAAGACCAGAAATATTTAATAATAGTGGTGAATGTATTAACTCATTACAAGAACTTAAAAATAATAAATACATTACTATAAATTTTATAGATGGTGTATATCATTTAAAGATACAATAATAATATTTAATATATGGATCTTATTTCTGATGCAGAATTAGAAAAATATATAACAAGAATTAAAGAAAGTAATAAAACAGGTAACAAAATAATAAATTATAAAAAAGCAGTTACACGTTTAGATGAATTAAAAACAGAATATAATGATATTATTAAAACTCTCAAATCAAATAAAAAATCCAAATCAAAAAGTAATTTATCTGTTGATAAAATTATTCTTAAACTTGAAGAAATAAATAAAGAATTAGATAATAATAATTCTGATATGATGCAATTAGTCGAGAATTTTATTGAATATAAAAACTTATTGATTGAATTTGAATCTGAAACAGATAATATAAAAAATGAAATAAACAAAGTTGAAAAAATACGCAATAAAATAGTTTTAGAAAAAATAGATATTAATGACTTGTTATAAATCATGTTTATTTTATTTATAATAAAATAAACATAATATTTATTAAAAATTTTGATAAATTAGAGATGGACTTATTTCTTGAATAAATTTAATAACAAATGGAACAATAGTGGCTAAATCTTCCACATAAAACATATACATTTTTTGTAAATCATATTTGCACTCACCATCAAGGAAAACTTTAATATTAATATCAAATAATCTTTCAGGTAATAGATTAATCCACACGTCTTCAAGTTTTTCAAGATGATTTTTAATATAATCATTTAATTTTTGAAGATCAGAATGATGTAGGATAGCACCATTTGTTAGAATATAAACTAATTTATTAAGACTAATAAAATATGAGGCTTTTTTAGCACATAGACAATAATCATAAAAATCAAAACAATTGGCTTGACATACTGGACTCGTCTGTTCAGACAAAATACAATCGTATCCCTTAGTACTCAATGCATCAAAGAGACGTTGATTCATTTTATTAAATATCACTTGTTGAGTGTCCATTTATTTATAAGGTTGAGATAATAATAATATATTGAGTAGTCTTAATATTTTAATATTCAATTTTAATTAAAAAAAATTGAATAATTTAATCTAAGGACATTCAATATATAAATTATATATTATATACTTCAGAGTATAATAGAAATAATGTCCTCTACCCAAGATAGAAACCAACGTTTGGCTCAATTTAAAAAATTGAAAAATATCCCTCAAGATGTTATTAATAACATGACCGTTGAACAATACAACATTTTTAAAAATGATTATATGAACCTTCATTTTGAATTGTTCCCACTAGATGCGATAAGTGTACCTCCCAAACAACAATCTTTTGATACCAAAAAATATGATCAAATTCGCGAGGCTTTTAAAGAAAATGTTATACAATCACTTGTGGAAAGTCTCCAACATCTCAAGTACCCCAACAATCCAAAGGATCTTTATAACGAATTTGACAGGATCCTTAAAAATAAAGTAAACGGGAATTAATATATTACAATTTTATTATAATATATTAAAAAAATTGAAATTTTAATAATAAAAATTGTTCATTATTAAATATGATATATTAGATGCAGCATTAAAATAATGTCGCAACAAGAATTTTCAAAATTAAAAAATTTGACTAATAAAATCCAATTTTTACCACAAAATCATCCTGATTTGAAAAAATTACAGGATGAATATGTAGAATTATATTTTATGTTATATCCTGATACACAATTTATAGAATTACCTAATCCTTCAACAAATATGATGGATGTCCTAACAAGAAATATTTCCTTTTTGAAAATTTGATTTAGAATAAAATTCTTTTTTGAATTGATGCCATTTTTCCGTATCAGAATCTTTATTTATTTTATGATTGAAATAATATTTTCCTGATCTTTCTTTTAAAAATGGTAATAATTCAGATTCGTCATTAATAAATTGACAACAACTAATCTTGACAAGTTGTTTACCTAATTCTCCTAGTTCTTCAAATATATATGTAATCATACATTCTTCTGTAATATTTTTATCAATATTTGTTTGCCAAAATTCTTGCTCGTCATATTTAAAGGTAAATATAAATTCTATGGTTACTTTTCCGTTTGACATTATTATTTAACCATAAATAAACTTTATGTTAAATAATAAAATTGATAAATTTAATGTGTAACTTAAATAGTAATTTAATAAATAAATTAATGGAAAGTATACAACAAAATATTATGAAAACTTTTATTTATTTTGTTTGTATATTATTTTTTTTTCAGGCATTAACTTTGGGTAATCCTGTAACGAGAATAAAGTTAAAAAATAAACAAGATATCATTAAATGTTATCGTTACTCGTATTGTTATAATAATCTTTGTATTTGTGAAAATAAAGATACTATTGATAATCTATATTGTTGGAATGAAGAAACTTGTTATGTTATTAAATTCAAAGAATGTATTTTTAATATATTCATAGGTTTAGTAGTTATATTTACTTTTATATTGCATATCAAAGCCATAGAAAATTATTTGAAAAATGCAACTCCCGAAGAACGGACACAATTACTTAATGACTTGAATCAACAATTTAATGAAAGGAACAAAATACATTATTATGATAATTATGGTAATATAAGAGTTAAAATGCCTGGTGATAATATACCATCATATAGTTTATTTTAATATTCAGCGAATATTAAATTAATCCATCCATTTTATAGCATCCAATACTTTTTCATTAATACTTGCTGTATCATTTATACATAAATAATCTAATATTTCTAAATATTCAAATTTAATCAAACCCCTTAAATTATTTTTATAAATGTACCATTTCATAGAAAGTAATTTATATCGCATTCCACCATATTTATATAAATAGTTATTTGTTGCTTTTTTTATTTTTTTGTTTATAATATTTTTATTGTTTTTGGTATTTTCAATGGTATAAATAATATTTTGTATTTCCTTGTCATGGCTTAAATAATCCAAAAGTGTTTTTCCATCATTATCCATTAAATTATAATCACTTCCCGCATCTAATAATAGTTTTATTATTTTATTATTATAATTTTCGCGATTGGTTCTAGCTAACCAAAGTAATGGATTACAATTACAATAATTAACAATATTTACATTAGCCCCAGCATCAATAAGCATTTTTACTGTTTCAAGATGTTCATCATTTCTTTCTACAATACTCGCCAAAAACAAAGCATTGATTCCATATTTATCACGTATATTAATATCTGCACCATATTCCATTAATAATCTAACGGTATCAATGGTACTACTAGTAGTACAATAATTACAAGCTAAGATAAGAGGTGTCCAACCAGTGCAAAATTCTTGGATATTTATATCTGCACCATATTTTATTAATAATTTGATAGTATTTATGTTACTATATTTTCTTGTTATTCCACATGATATATATAATGCACTAATATTATCACGACATGTTAAATTAACATCAGCACCATTATTTAATAATATTTCAACCGTCTCATTATTACTATCAGTATTTGAATACATACATGATAAAATTAGCGCTGTTAAGTTCTGATAGGATTTTATATTAGGATTGGCACCATATTCTAATAATAATTTAACTGTTTCAGGTGTGCTGTAAATATTAGAATATTGCGAACATATCATTAGTGCAGTTTCTCCTAAATTGTTTATTGAATTAATATCAGCGCCTGATTTTAATAATAATTTCACAATTTCAATATCAACATCATTTCGAGTATTTGCTGATGCAATCATTAATGCTGTCCAACCATTTTCATTTTTTGCATTTATATTTGATAATTTTACTAAATTATTTATAATTTGCATACTATCTGGTATTTGTTTATGATTTATGATTATGTGCATTAATTCCGTAAATTGTTTACAACTTATTATTGGTAAACAAGGATATGATGCATTTATATTGTAATTGTTAATCATATTAATTATGTATAATGTTTATTTAAAAATTTTTAAATAAATATTATATTCAATTTTATTATTTAACAAGACTTTCAATAGAGTGTAAATAATTATCATTATAAAGTGATTGAATAATATCTTGAGCTGTTTTCCCTTGTTTATTTTTAATACTTTTATCAGCACCGCAATCCACAAGTGTTTTTATAATATTTTGATTTTGATAAATTTTTGATATGACACACTCTCTCATAAGAGCTGTGTTTCCCTCTGAATCTTGCATATTAATATCAGCTCCTCTTTCTACCAAAAGTTTAATAATATTCGGATTTCCAATTTTTTTTTTGATTTGAACAAGCTGCCATTAATGGTGTTACAGGAAATAAATTATCAGCTTTATTAACATCAGCTCCATAATCAATTAACATTTGCACAATATCTGTCATATCTCGACTTGTATTTTTACCACAAGCATAAAATAATCCAGTTGCGCCAGGTAAAGTGCATTCGTTTATTTTTTCAGGATATCTTTCGCAAAAATTTCTAATATTTTCAATATAGTGCTCATCTTCTTTAGCTAAAATAAGATCCGGAAGACATATGGATATGCAAGTTGAATGATTAATTCCCATGATGATGATTATTATTATTAATAATCATTATCATAATGAATAATACATTAACAATTTTAATTTCAATTTTTTAAAATAAATAGTAAACTAATATTAAAATTATTATAAATAAATAAACCAATTTTTTATGACCTTCAAATATTTTTATTAGCCAATTTATTCCTAATAAATCTCCCACACTTACATCATATAAACAAATAAATTTATCACTACAACCAATGTGATTATACCATTTAACCATACATAAATTACACAATGTTGGATTTTTATTATTATCAATTGGATCTTTTTTTAAGTTATTCCATACCTGATTAGTAAATCTATCAAATCCACATCCTAAACATAATTTATAACATAATTCACCTGAATGCAATTTTCTTACTGGTATTGTGGATTTATAAAATCTTGCTAGTTCATCAGTATAATAAGGTCCAGTTGTATAATATATCGAATTTGGTCCCGGTGTAATTCTATACATATTTTTAATTTTGTCAACCGGTATTTTTAAAACATCTCTCGCAGGAATATAAGCAAGTTCAGATTTAACTTGTGTCCTAATTTTTTTATCACTGTATATTTTTTGACATATTGAACATTTATGAATTAATTGATATTGATTTGAATAAAAAAATATTTCCGATAAATATTCACAAGAACCACATGTACAAGATTTAAATTGATGCATTAAAAATTTGATAATTTAAGAGTTTAGGTGGGCAGTAAAAATATTAAAAAAATCAATTTTTTGTGAAGTATATTTATAATGACTGTAATTGGCGAAACTTTTTGGATTGGTGCTTATGGAATTTTTGTTCCAATGCATATTAAAAGTGTTTTAGCTGAAGATGGTTATAATATTATTTATAGAGATGGAGGATCCACTAACTTATATAAATTTAATCCTGAACCAATGAATGAAAATATTTATAAAAGTAAATATGCTTATTTTGATAATACAGTTAATCGATGGTATTTTATTGGTTAAATTATTTATTAAATAATTTAATCAATATATTTCAGGAAATCATTTAATTTTAAAATTAATGATTCTTGATTGTATATTCCGAGATATTTAAAAACATTCAAGTTATCTCCTAATAATTCACTATATGAGTTATTATCAATTATCCATTTGAGAGAAAATAATTTAACTCGTAAACTATTAGGATTATACAATATTGATGTGTATGATGAATATATATTTTGTAAAACTAACTCTCTTTTGAATTTAATAATTTCTATTTCTTTAATAATATTCAAGTAATAAAATATATCAGAAGAATTTAATAAATCAAATATTGTTTGATCTTTATTTGTTTTAATATTATAATCTGCACCATTATACAGTAAAAATGTTATTTTGTCTTGATTACGCAATTTTATTTTATTTGAATGCAAAGCACATAAAGTTAATGCTGTGTAATTATTTTTATTTTTAATGTTTATATTGGCACCATTATCTAATAATAAAGTCATAATATTTACAGAATCAGGATGTGATAATGCATAAATAAAAGCTGTATTTCCACTATTATCAATATGATTAATATCAAAACTATTTTTACCTTTAATATGGGATATTAAAAGTTCTATGATATGAATTTTACAATTATTTTTAATAGCAATGATTAATGGATTACATCCATTGCTGTCTTGAATATTAATATCAGCACCAGCTTCTAATAATTTATTTATAACATAAGTATCTTTTTCGTCGTCATCATAATTTTTTAGAATGATAGATAATGCTGTTTCATTATCCACATTCTTAATATTGACATCACATTTATACTCTAAGAATAAATCTAGTAATTCTATATTTTCATTACGTGTAACAGCGTACATCAAAGAAGTATATCCTTTATTATTCACAGCATCTATACGAATTCCATGTTCTAATAATAATTTTGATACTTCTACCACTTTATCATTATCATCAAATTTTAACAAACTCATTAGACATGTTGAAGAATTTGTCTTGACATTTACATCACAACCTCGCTCTAATAATAATTTTATTGTTTCAATATTACTATCTTTATGACAATATTTAACTGCTAATAATAAACAACTTTTACCTTCATCATTTTTAGAATTAATATCAGCGCCATAATCTAATAATAATTTAACAGCATTAATACTACTAGTATTATTGGAATATCTACATGCCAAATGTAATGCTGTCCATCCACTAAATGTTTTCATATTTACATTGGCACCTGATTCTAATAATAATTTTACTGTTTCAAGACAGCTAAAAGTATTACAATATGTAACCGCAATCATTAAAGGAGTCCAACCATTTTTATTTTGAGTATATGTATCAGCACCATTTTCTAATAATAGTTTAACGGTTTCTAGAGTACTTTCAGTATTAGAAAATTTAGATGCCAAGCATAAAGCTGTGAAACCTTTATTATTTTTAATATTAATATTAGGTCTATATTTTAGTATTTTTTTTACAGTTTTTTCGCTACTGATTCTACGAGAATTTCTAGAGGCTAACATTAAAGCAGTCCAACCAAGTTTATTTTTTGTATTTAACTTGAATTTTTTTTTATTTTTTTTAGATATTTATGTACCAATCCTGGTCCTTCTGGTAATAATTTTTCATGGATAATGGAGAACATGAGTTTTGTAAAATTTTTGGATCGAGTATTTGGACAACATTCATATTCTGCATCTTTTGAATAATTTTCCATTAATTAGTTAATTTTATTTATTTTTATGTTAAAGATAAATAAATCAATTTTATTAGTGTTTAGAATATCTTTCGCTATTAATTAGTCTAAAAGTTAAATTTAATCTAGGTTTGTGACATGATTTATCGATGCATAAACTATGTTCATAATTTTCTTGACATCCTAAACCCATTACTAATAAACTCCCATTATTTAATTTCAATGATAATAAATATCTTTAGAATTTTTTTCTCTAAAGGAAAATAATCTTTCTGAACCGAAACTCAAACTAGCAATGCAACTTGTACTTCCCTTTTCTTCATTATCTGAATGCCAACCTATACTATTCCGACCAGTATTATAGTAATTTGCTAAACAAATATTAAATTTAAAACCCAAATCTGTTTCTAACCTATATTTTATATTTAATAATTCAGGAGTAAAATCCATAATTTTAACATCATCTCCCCATATTTTTGGGATAATATTTTTATCAATATCTTTATCTATAAATACCATTGTTTTTCTTTTTAATATATATTCAAAATTATATTTGTCGGTAACTTTTTTCCTTGATTCATTTTTAAATAAATCACTAATTGAATTAAAAATTTTTTCTGATTCTATTTTATCTATATATTGTGAATCATAAAAAGCAGTTGCATTTTCCAAGTTTAAATTTTCCAAGTTTAAATTTTCCATATATGTATCAATTTATTAATCAGCTTTTAAATTATCCCACATTTCCATTTCTGATTTTAAATTATTGAGTCTCCAATTTAATAATTTTTTTACAGAATCAATATATTCTTTATTTGGTACAAGAATATTTGATAGTATAATACGATAATAATTATTATCTTATTAATTTAATGCTGTTCTGAAAGTTAATGAATATCTTGTATTTTCAGAATTATTTTTTAAACTATGTTGCCAAATATATCTAGATTCACCTGTCATAATATACAATGAACCCTTTTTAACATCGAGAGTTTTAATTGTATGATTGTTTTTAAACATTATTGGTACAGATTCACCAATTGTTATACATGCAATAATTGGACCAAATTGTGTTTTATGATCTGTATGATATGATATTTGCTGATTTGATTTATATTCATTTATAATTAATTGATTAAATTCTTTGTCAAGTAAATCTTTTTTGATTGTGTTATTAATTTTATCGGATGGAACCAAATTTTGTAAATATTCAGGAATAGCTGGTGCTGTTTTTAATCCACTTTTATTATAAGAATAATAATATCCAAAATGAGCAACCCTTCTTGAATTATAATTTTTACCTATTGGTTCAAAATTTATTTCTTTTAATAAATCTAATATATTATTATGAAGATCAATAGATAAATAATTTTCTACATACCATAATCCTTGAATACCAGATATATTTTCATATACAATTGGTTTTGGTACTATTGGTTTAATTATCTCTTTAATGTAAAATTTAAACTTACTATTTATTTTATCTAAATTATCATTGTTGTCTTTATTTTTTATAAACTCTTCTATTATTTTTTCCATATAATTTAAGAAATTGAATTACTTATTTGATAATAATCTTAATTCAATTTTTATGATCAATATATTTCTATTAAAATTAAACCACACATTATGATCATCATCAATACCACAATAATACCGCAACAATATTGATTATCCGAATTGTGTTTATAAAACTTTTTATTTAATTTTAAAACTATAGTTGAAGGAATACAACAATTTTTAGTACAACAATCAAATCCATTACCTAATTCTAAATATTTTAAATTTTTAGGCAAACATGCCTCCAGTGGTTGATTAAATTCAAAACCAAATTTCAAATATTGTACAGTGTCTGGTATCACATCGTTAACAGGATGATTAAAACATTGTCCAAAAGTCAAATGAGTTAACTTTTTTGGTAAAATAACACTATTAGGTATATTTGCTTGAACTGGTTGATGAAAAGCACATCCAAATTCTAAATGTGTTATAGAATCTGGTATTACCGATTGATAAGTATGATGTTGATATCTACCAATACCTTTATATTTCAAATGAGTAATATGGTTTGGTATTGGTCCGTGTGTTATTATATCATGATATGATATTTCCAAATGTGTAACAGATTTAGGTATATCTTCTAATTTTTGTTTAAAATTAATACCAAAACTAAGATGTGTAACAGTTTCTGGTATTTTATCTTTGACACAATTGTTAAAATTATCGCCAAATTTTAAGTGAGTTAAATTTTTTGGGTAGTCTTCTTTATTTGGATTCATATTATTTCCAAGTGTTAAATGAGTTACGGAATTAGGAATACAACCAGTGATGTTTACATTAAAATCATTTCCAAAAATTAAATATTTCAGATTTTTTGGTAAAGCATCTTTTATTGGTTGATTAAATTTGTTACCAAATTTTAGATAAATAACTGTTTCGGGTATGCAACCAAAAATTGATTGATTAAAATTTCCATTAAATTCTAAATGGATTACACCATATGGAATAGTATTATGAATGGGTTGATTAAAATAACATCCAAAATTTATTTTTTTTACACCGTCCGGAATACATTCTTGAAGTGGTTCATTGAAATTATAAGAAAATGTTAAATGCGTAGTCATTTTTGGAATATTTTTCTTAAAAGCATAATAACTAATATTTTTTATTTGATTAATATATGATAAATGTTTTACTTCATCGTAATCATAAATATTATCATAATATATATTTTTTAATAAAAGTTTTTTGCTATCTTGACATGTTGAGATAAAATTTAACTTATCATGATCCTGGACAAAAGATAAAATATATCCTATTATATTATCATCTAGAGTTTGGAAAATAGCCATTTGATATCAAAATTTAATAAAGAAGTTTTACGCTATATTTTTTTTCAAATTTTAATAATATTCAACAAAAATATTTTTCAAAAATTAAATATATTAATAAGTGGGATAAATCTTATTTTATTTCTTCTTGGCAAAAACACTATGAATATATATCTTCCATTTAGCTAATTATAAAATATCATTGGAATTAATCATTGTTTTCTCATAATCAATATTTCAATAAATCATCATTATTAATATATCAAACATTAACATTTTATTATATTTGTAATATAATATTACTTTAATAAAATGATTTACTCAATATTAAATATATAACATTGTTAGGTATACATCCTTTTATGGATTAAATTACTCAAAAAGTTTAAGTTTTGTGACATGTTGCAATAAAATTACCATTTTTTAATTGACCAATATTTTTTGACATATATTCTTATTCATTTTCCAATATTATTCAATATATTTTACAATAATTTTTGGACTGATATATTTTTTTTATATAAAATGATTTTTTTAATCTTAAATGAGTGACACTATTAGGTTTATTTTTATTTAATGTTTCATATTTTATATTTTTAAATCTAGAATAATAAGGTAAATCTTTTATTTTGTTATAATTATATAATCCATTAAGTTTGATATTGCACAAATATTCTCTTAAATGTTTATTAGAAGAACATAATATTATTTTATCCTTATCAGGTAAATAATCCAAAATACATAATATGGTATCATGATTAAGTATATCTAAGATAGACATTTTTTATTATACCATTAAAATAATGATACAATAAAATATTAATTTCAATTTTTATTCAATATACTTTATAATAATTTTTGGATTGATATATTTTTTTTCTTTTCGTGGAATGATTTTTTTAGTGTTAAATGAGTAACACTATTTGGTATACATCCTTCTATGGATTGATTAAAATCCGACCCAAAAGTTAAATGAGTGACACTATTAGGTATACATCCTTTTATGGGTTGATTGAAACAACATCCAAATTCCAAATGAGTAACACTATTAGGTATACATCCTTCTATGGATTGATTAAATTCATCGCCAAATGTTAAATGAGTGACATTATTAGGTATACATCCTTCTATGGATTGATTAAATTCATCGCCAAATGTTAAATGAGTGACATTATTAGGTATACATCCCTCTATGGATTGATTAAATTTCCGTCCAAATGTTAAATAAGTGACACTATTCGGTATACATCCCTCTATGGATTGATTAAATTTATATCCAAATCTTAAATGAGTGACACTATTAGGTATACATCCTTCTATGGGTTTATTAAAATCATGTCCAAATATTAAATATTGAACAGTGTTAGGAATAGATTCTTTTATGGATTGATTAAATTTGTGCCCAAATTTTAAATATATTAGTTTGGAACGAAAACTTTTTGATTTGGTATTTTGTGGAAATATGCTTTCATATTTTTGTATACATCCTTTAATTGATTGATTAAAATTATATCCAAAAAATAAATGTGTAACACTATTAGGTATTGAATCAGTAATGGATTGATTAAAATTATATCCAAATTTTAAATGTTTAACCGTATTTGGAATGCGACCATTTATTAATTGGTTCACAAGATTTCCGAAATTTTCATTAAATCCATCGCTAAAAGTTAAATGAGTAATGCCTTTTGGTATAATTTTTGAGTTCGCTTTATATTTTATATTAAGTTTATGGGGACGGGGTAAATTTTTTACTTTATTGTATTCATAAATATGATCAAATTCAATATTTGGAAAAAAATATCGCATACGTTTATTTACGGATGTAAATATTAATTTATATTTATCTGGTAATATTTTAATTATATACAATATAACATCATCAACTAAGATGTCAAATGATGACATTTTATTAAAATCAAAATATTAAAGACTGTCTTATGTTATTTTTTTCAATTTTTATTGTATATAAACAATAATTGGAATATGGTATTAATGACTAGCACATTTACTATTACTTTTGGTGATCAAGCAGAAAATCATGTAGGTATGCAAAAAATTGGATCTCTTTCGAATAATGGATATAATTTATCTGATTTAATTAATATCAGAAAATATCTCTCGGATAAAAATATTAAATCTGATATATTTGATCTAAATTATGTATTAGAAAAATTAAATATTTATCCAGACAATGAAGCATATATTTTGGTAATTAATGATGGTGTCAATAAATTAATTAATAAAACAACATCAAATAATATTTTTAAAGAATTAGATAATTTAACTTGGGATAGTAAAGCATTGATGTATGGTCGTGTTGTTAATAAAAATGCAAGATATAATTTATGTTTTGGTGATATTTCGCAAAAACCCAATTATGAAGAGGGTCGTGGAACTATTATTAGTTTCAATTCAGTTCCCGTATTAAAAATATTAAAAGAAAAAATTAAAGAATTTACAGGTGATAATTTAGTTGCAGAAGGAAATTATTATTATGATATCAATAAATGTGGTATCGGTTATCATGGAGATTCTGAAAGAAAGAAAGTAATTGGAGTTCGAATTGGTCAATCAATACCATTAGTATATCAATGGTATTATCAATTAAAACCTATTGGAGAACCTGTTATTTTTGAATTTAATGATGGTGATATTTATATTATGTCAGAAAAAGCCACCGGAAATGATTGGAAATGTAAAAATAAATACACTTTAAGACATGCTGCAGGATGTTCTAAATATACTAATATTTAAATTTTTATTTAATTAAATAAAAATTTAAAATCCAACAAGACAATTATATATTGTGGATAAGAGATATATTCCAGTGCACAATATAATTAACAATAAAGTTGCATCATAAACAACCATACGATCATTATAGACAACACCATTTTGTGTAAAATAGAAAGCGTTATGCATATTATAATATTATTTTACTAAACAAGTAAATATTTATTGGATATTTAATTTTCAATTTTTTCATCTTCTTCATCATCTATTGTAATTCCAAAATATAAACATGCAATCCATAATAATAATGGTTGGATGTAAAGTGAAATAAATACAACCAATAACATATCAATAAACATTATTATGTTATTAACATACTCAAACTTTATACTATTAAAATTTTTTAGGATTATCAATAGATTGTTCAATAATCATACCATCTTTTACTAATACTTTATTACCATTAAGAGAAAATATACCATTTATCCAAGTAATTTTACCAATCATAGAAGCTGCTGGTCCTAATACTTTAACGCGAAACTCTTCAACAGATATAGGTTCTGATAATAATTCCATTTTATAAATGTAACATATTAATACGTCTTAATATATCATCTTCAAATTTTATTTCCTCTTTTTCTAATTGCTCAATTATATTATTAAAATCATCGCGTTTAATTATTTCTATATTATTATTATATTTACCCCATCTATCATTATAATGTTTATAATTATCTGATAAATATATTTTTGATACATCTATACAAAAAAAACTTGGATCACATGGATGAGAATCCATGTAAAGAATTTCAAGATTTGGAAATTTATTTTTGTGAATCCAATAATAAATAAAATTTTTATCACATTTGGTAACATATAAAGTTTTCGCTGAAAATGGTTTTGAATTTCTGTAAGGAGTAATATCACCATAACCAATTAATACTAGAGTTTCATTTTCTATGATGTTTTGGTAATTTAATGATCGTATGTCATCTTTTCTGTTTTCTAAAAATAATGCAGACATGTATTATATTTAAAGGTATTATTTATTTAAATTATTAATAAAAATTGAAAAAAATATCATTAATATGGTTTTATAAATTATGAATAAATAAATACCATAATGTTGCCCTTTATATCAAATACTAAAATTACTCAAGATTCGGTACGCTTTAAATCGCGTCCACGATTTTCTCGTAAGTATTATAAAATGTCTCGTCAACAAGAATCTAATCTTTATCAAAATCAACATAAAATGGATGTTTATTATAAAAATATTAAAATTGGTTTTCTCGTAAGGAAAATTAAAAATAATGTTTTTAGTAATTGGTATGGACAATGTCAAGGTTATTGGACTGCATTTATTTATTTTCCAAAACTAGACAACACATATGAATATAAAAAATTTTATAATTATATATGGAATAGCAATGCCATTCCTAAAATAGCTTATTCAGATAATAATGTTATAGGATGGTATCATGATAATCCTGAAGATGATTATCATTATGCTAATTTAACAGAAGTAATTGTAGAAATTTGGAAAATTTGGAAATATATTAGTAAATTTAATAATAATTTTTAAATATAAAGATTATCATTAAATAAAAAATATATGAAATTTATTAGCACTCGAATAATCTTGCTCACATACTCCTAACCATTGGCCAATTTTAATAATACAATTATCAGAATGACAATGATCATTTTGAGTACATTCTTGCTCAAATAAACATATCATACCATTATGATAATTAGACCAAACTTCTTTTTTATTTGGTGCACATTCACAATTCTCATCAAATCCAATGTTTTCATATCCATAATTACATAAACAAACATTAAAATCACGAACAATACTATCATTTAATAACCCACACGATATTGTTTGTTTTTGATTGTATATTTGTGGGCATTGCCAGAATTCTTCACATTGTCCAAATGGAATACATTTTGGAATTCCTCTACTCCAAAATAATCTGGTTCCTTCAGGACAATGACAAGTATTTTTAGTTTCAAGAGAAGTTAAACTTTGATTCCAAATTAGTCCCGTGTTATTTAAACATCCACATAATCCTTCTATACATATCCCAAAATTGTATTTTGTTGGACATTCATAATCAAGACTACAATTATTAATAATACAATCATTTCCATTTAAAGTATAACCTGTTGGACAAGTGGTAACTAGTGATATTTTTATTAATAAAATAAAATGAACAAGAATAAACAAGTTTTTATGCATATTTTAATATTATTTAATGATTAAATAATATTTAAATAAATTTTTATCAATTTTATAATTGAGCAAATTCATATCTTTCATGAAATTTAATGTTTTCTTTCCATCCATTTGGATAGTATGTGAATACAAGATAATATTCAGGTAATATACAATCATCACATGAAACAAAATTATAACTATTAAATGTACCACCTTTGAAATATTGTTTGAGATACGGATGACTACTATAAATTTGTTCTATTTCATCATTATTAACTTCCAGTCCACATCTATATGTTGCATTTTTTCCACAATTACATAACACATCTTCCATATTATTTTCGTTATCAGGATCAATTAATCCCATATATTTCCTAAAATAATTACCCATTACTAAAATTAATTAATAAATAATATTTATATCATCTAATTATTATATAAATTTTTAAACATAGTTAATGCTTCAGACGCTGAAATTCTTTTATTTGGATCATAATCTAGCATTTTGTATAAAATCATTGTTTCATTTGGATATTTAGATTCGAGTTCCGTAAAACCTATTCTTTCATATTCTGGTATTTCGTCAGTTATATAATCTAAATCCTTAGGACTTCCAAGTATCTTAAAAATTTCATATTTTGCATCTGATTCTGATGTTATATTAAATAAATTATCACCATTTAATATAATGCCAATGATACAAGCACATGACCAAATATCTATTTTTTCATTATATTGTGGATAATCAAAAAATAATTCTATGGCTCGTGATGTGTAAGTGCATATACCTGAGCTATAATATGCAGAAATATTTTGATAAAATATTTTGGATTGTCCAAAATCACATATCTTGAGATTTTCATCAAAAGTTATTAAAATATTATTAAGCGATAAATCTCTGTGCATTATTTCATGTTTATGCATATATTTAATTCCTGATAAGAATTGTAATATATATTTAGATTTACAGGATTCAGAAATTGTTTCTTCCTCACAATATATTTTATTATAAAGTGATTGTGAAGCTAATTCTAATCCGATACTGAATTGATTTTTATAATAATTATAATAAACACCATGTATTTGTAATATATTTTTATGATTAAGATGATTCATATTACAAATTTCTCTTACGACAAACGCATCAATTTCATCCGGACATTTTAAATATTTTAAAGCTATATCTTTATCATTGTATCTCATATGTTCAACAATTCCAAATGTTCCCTTTCCGAGATCTTTGATTTTATTCATTCTGGATATATCTTTATATGAATATACTTTGATATTATAATTTAAATTCGTGTTGTAAGATTTATGAATTTTTTTAGGTAAATGATTTAAATTGTAATGACAATTGATTTTAGGTATTGGTGTTTTAGAAATTTGTTTAAAACGACAATGTTCATATTTTTTTTGAATATCATTTAATTTACCTGATCTATAATTATTCCACATTGTGAATATATATTGATAATAAATATTAGAATTAATGAATGATTCCAAATCATTATTATTATTAATCTCTTTTATTTTTATGGCAAATTTAACAATATGATTGGCTAGTTTTTTTGGATTAAAATATAAATATTCTGTTGTTATTAATAACACATATGTTAAATAATTAGAAAAAAAGCTGCTTTCTAAACTACAATTAATTTCTTTCCTAATTAATCTAAGCATATTAAATAATATTGGTTTATAAACATCAAAATTTAAGGTTTTTAATATTTCGTACTCTAACTTTGCCAAATATTCAGGCACGTATATATCAGCTGTGTAATAAGCACATTGATTAATACCTATATGCATTGTTTCGTTTAATTTTGATGCTAAATTCATACAACATATTGCAATTGCTTGTAAATTTTTTTTTGAAATATTATTTTCTAAAAATATATATCTGTCCATTAATGTTATTGCTAAATTTGTTGTAGACGATTTAAATTCTAATTCATCCTCCACTGAAACTAACCAATCTACACATATACTTCTCATATTTTGATTTATTTCATTTTGATTAATAAAAATATTCATTTTTTGATATTACAAGCACTATATTTATTTAAATTATTAATAAATATATCAATTTTTTAATACTTATTAAATTTTAATAAGTGTTAAATTTAAATACAATATCTTGAAGATCTCGACATACTCTAAATGACATTCTTATACGTTTTACACATTTAGTTTTACGATAAAAAACAGTATATACATATAAAATAGGTTCATTATCTATATTTTTAATTTCAGTGGTCAAACTATATTCGTTACAATTATGTGTTTGAAAAATATGTTTAACTATATCTAAAATTGTGTTTCTTACACGTTTACTTCGGAAACATACTGCTATTTGATGATAATATTGGTAATGATCCAGTGATATAACTGCTTTGTCAATTACTTCTCTTAGTTTTTCATTTTCGATATCTGATAAATTCTTGTCAGAACTCGAAAAATTTCCCATTTTATTTGGATTAATATGTAATTAAAATTTATGAGCCAATCAATAATTCGATTATTCAATTTTTTATAATAGATTCAAATTGGTCCAAAATTTGACTAATTGATGGACGATTAATAGGATTCATTTCTAACATACTATATAAAATTTTTGCATATTGTGGATATTTTTGTTCAATTTCAACAAATCCAGATTTCATATGGACAAGATAATCTTCACTAAATTTGGGCCAAGTCATAATTTCTGAATTGTGTTCGATAGTCGGTGTACCTAACCTTTTGAATATGCAGTTAATAATTTCTGATTCAGTTTCTCCTTCAAAAATATGGCGCTCCGTTAATATAAAACCAATAACACAAGCACAAGCCCATATATCTGCTTTTTCTGTATATTTTTTTCCCAAATATATTTCTATTGGTCTATAATAAATAGAAAAAATAATATCAGTTTGTGTTTTTATTAAATTAGAATCAACATAATATTTAGACATACCAAAATCACTTATTTGAAGATGATCATTAGAAACTAAAATGTTTGATGGACTTAAATCTCTATGCATTATTTTATTATCATGAATATACTTTAGTCCACGTAATAATTGTAAAATATATAAATCTTTTCTTGTGTTCGAAATAACTCTTTCCTTGAGATAATCAAATAATGATTTTTCCATTAATTCTAATCCAAAATATGCTTTATGATTATCGTAATCATAATAAAAACCATTTATTTTATTTATGTTAGAATGATTTAATTTTCTCAAGGTATTTAACTCACGTAACACTAATGATCCAATTCCTGTACATTCTTCTCTATCATACATTATTTTTAATGCGACTGCATTGTTATTAATAAATACTTGTTCAACTTTACCATATGTTCCTTCACCAAGAGAAGATATTACTTGTCTTTCAGAAATGTCTTTTTTTGTGTACCAACATATATCATTTTGCTTGCACAACTTTAATTTTGGTTTTATTTTATAATGAATATTACACACAATATCATAAAATTTATTTTTTATAAAATCATACATATTCATTTCCTTAAATATAAATCTTATTTCGGGTAAAATATTATTTTCTATTTCTTTTTTGTAACATTTATATATTAATTTCATGATTGAATCATTAGTTAGATAAATTCTATCAAGTGAATAAATATTTTTGGTCAATAAAATAATTTTTTCAGCAAGTTCTTTATTATCAATAAAGCCATAATAACGACTTGACATTATAATATTTGATAGATAATATGTAAAATTAAATTGTTGCTCAATTATTCTTTCTTCTCCACTTAATAATTTTACATATTGCCATGCATTATCATTATATAGTTCATAATCTAATGTTTCTAAAATATCCTTTTCTATTTGTCTTACAAATGATTCATTGCGCATTTTAAAATAAAAATATTCATTATATAAAGAGACTACTTCTTCTATTTCCATTGAAGAAACTTCATGAATTTTTAAGGCTAAATTTAGTGATAATAAACCAACAAGGTAAATATTATCTATATCAACTTCACTTTTATATAAGTATCTATTCATTATAATAATCCCATGATGTAATGTTTCATTTTTAAATTTTTTTGAATGAATAATTTTTAATAACCAGTCGAGTACTTCATGCCTCCTTTTCTTACTAAGATTTTTATTTTGATACATAATATTGATTTCAATCAATAGTTAATAATATTTATCAATTGATAAATATTATTAATAAAAAAAATATCAATTTTTTACACAAAATAAATCATGAGATAATTTTTACAACAATATTTTCCGGTATATGTTTAATGTTTTTATTAAATAATTTATCATGAATAGTAAGTTGTTGTAGATTATTAGGAATTGATTTTTTAATTTTTTATCATAAAATTTTCCAATAGATAAATATTGAAGACTTTCAGGAAAACTACTATTTATTTCCTGGTTGAAACAATATCCTAAATGTATTTGTTTAATATTAATGGGTAAAGCTTTGTTAATATTTTGATTAAAAGTATAACCAAATTTAATATATTCCACGGAATCAGGAATAAACTTTTTTATGAAATATTTATTTTTCATAAACAAATTTTTTTTTCGTTGTGTGATAATTTTTTTAATTGGTTGATTAAATAAAGATCCAAATATTAAAATTTTTAACCCATCAGGAAGTGCATCTTCAATACTTTTGTTAAAATGTTCTCCAAATACTACATGTTTTAAACCTTTAGGTAAACATCCTTTAATATTATTATTAAAAATACTACTTTTATCAAAATACAAATGCGTAACACTTTCTGGTATACTGTATTTAATGGATTGATTGAAAAAATTTCCAAATTTTAAATGTGTTATGGTATTTGGTAAACAAAAAGCAATATTTTTATTGAAATCGCTTCCAAAATATAAATGTTTAACTCCATGTGGTATACAATGTATTATTTTTTGATTGAATTTTGTTCCAAATTTTAATGTTTTGACAGTTTTAGGAATAGCACCATTGATATTTTTGTTAAAATTACAACCAAATTCTAAATAAGTTACTCCATTCGGAATATTTCCAATAACTTCTTGATTAAAATCTTCGCGGAAAACTAGGTGTTTTAAATTATTAGGTAAACATCCTGTAATATCTTGATTAAATTTATATCCAAATATTAAGTATTTTACTGTGTCGGGAATACAATTTTGAATAGGTTGATTAAATGCATAACCAAATTCAACATATTTTATACCTTCAAATAAATAATCTTTCACGTTGTCATTAAAAAAATTATCAAATATAATTTTTGTGGTTCCCTTTGGAACAGAATACTTATTATGTATTTTTGTGTCAAAACGAAAAGTAATATTTTTAAATTTTAACAATTTATGGTCCAAAACAAAATCATATTCATAATTATTGGTATAATAAATATCTTCACGGAAAGAATAAAATTTTGAACAAGTCATCATAAACTTTATTTTTTCCTTGTCATTTTTTATCATATTAATAATTTTTATAATTACATCATCACATAATTCATAAATTGTCATATTGAACTAGTTCAATAATAAGATTATTATATTTATGACACTTTATAATCTTATTTTTTTCAATATTTTAATTAATTTTCAAAAAGTCAGATATTGATACCAATTTATTATTCCATGCTGATTTTTTTATTAATATAATAAATTCTGATCCTGTTATTTTTGTATTCATTATTAAATAATTTTCAAGATATTCTTTTAAATCGTCACTTAAAATTGTAATATCTTTGAATGATAAATTTACATTTGGTGAGTATGTGGATTTTTTATACAAAACAAATTCAATATATTTATTATTAATGTCAACATCATAATTTTTTAAAAGATCGTTAATAACTAATAAATATAAATCTAAATCTGATGCATATTCCGATAATAACGATAATTTATATTTGTATTCTTCTCCACAAACTAGAGAATTTATAATGTTTATAGTGTATTTATTTGCGAATAATAAATTAATTACAAATAAATCATTATCTGTATTTATAGATTCAAGATCAAAAAATACATGTCTTGGTAATTTTGTATAATCAATATTATTTTTTTGTAAAAATTCCATATTGTACGATAACATATCGTAAACTATTTCTTCGAAATAATCTAAAAATCTTTTTATTTGAATAGATAAAATATCTTTTAAACATTTCCAACCGAATATTTCTGAATTAAATCTATTTGATCCCAAAAATTTGATCCTGTCTTTTGCATCAATAAAAATTCTTAGTTCACAATTCATTTAATATTTTAATTATATTAAAATATTAAATACTAACTAAATAAAATAGCTTCTTTGGGTAATCCTGATGCTAACCACCAATCAATCGATTTTTGTACTTTGTCGTTATATCTAACCATAATAGGTTTAGAGAATTTTAATTCATTTCCTGATCTTAACCAAACATTAAGCATATTTATATCTCCTCTTCTAAAAGCATTATCTATAGACATATTAGTGTATTTCAGTGGATAATGATGATTAAACCACCAATTAATAATTTCAAGATGATTAGTAGAATCAATGGCATCACTTGAATATTTAAATTCAAAATTAATTGAATCTAACCAATCAAGTACCGGTATATATTTTTTATCAAACATTGCGTCGATAAATTTATGAGAATATTTCAATTTTAAATTATTATCCATCCACCATTTAATTATATTAATAATATCTTGAGCACATATTTTTGTTCTGATTAATTCATCCATACATTTTTTTGAATATTTTAATGGTATTTTTAAATCTAACATTGCATTCAATATATTAATATCATGTCCTTTACCATTTAAAAATATTTTGGAATATTTTATTTCCAAACCAGATTTTTTCCACCAATTTAATATATTTATAATTGTACTATTTAAACCAAAGTGAGACAAATAATCTAAAGCTTTAGTGGTATACTTTAATTCTAATCCTGATTTTAACCACCAATCTAAAATGCTAATATTAGAATTATATGAAGCAGAATCTATAGCATCTGATGTATATTTTAATTCTAATCCTGAATCAATCCACCAGTTTAAAATATTTATATGATTATAAGCGGATGCAAAATCTATGGCATTAGATGTATATTTTAATTCTAATCCTGATTTCACCCACCAGTTCAAAATATCAATTTCGCCATGAGCACATAAATTATCTATTAATTTATGTGTATATTTTAGTGGTAGATTTGAATTAACCCACCATTCTAAAATATAAACAGTATTTATTTTTGTGTCACTAAAAGCTTCATCTAAAGCTTCATAGCTATATTTTAATGGTAAATTACTATTAAGCCAAAAATTTAATATTTCGATATGATTATTTATAGAAGCATTATTTATGGCTTTTTCCGTATATTTTAATGGCAAACCAGATTTAATCCACCATTTTAATACATCTAAATTATTTTTTTCAGATGCTGTATCTATTATATTTTCTAAATAATCCAAATTTAAATTCATATCTAATGACATTTCCATAAACTTAAAATTACCTTCAAGTGAAGCATGTTGCATAATAAATTTATTATCATGGATATCTAATCCCAATTCTTCATAAGTTGATAATTCATATAATGAATAAACTTTAATAACTTTAAACATATTGGTTTCAATATAAATATTATCATTATGACAATATACATATAAATTGGGATTTTCTATTGGTAACTCTACAATAATTGCATATGTACCATTATCATAAAAATGTTTAATATTATCCAAAGTAGAAATAAATAATGTTTCAAATTGACATTCAAGAACATAAATCCCATCCGAATTTAATGATTTTAATATTTCATCAGGACAAAAACATGTGTAAACATATTTATTCATTATTATTGATATTATTTGGTTTAATTATTAAATCAAAATCTAATTCAATTTTTATAATACTCTTTAAATAATCTTGCGATAAAGTAGATTTCTCCCACCATTTTATGGCTTTTATTGGATAACTTTTATTAGTTTTAGGCCATATACTGCGGGCTGAATATTTAATTTCTAATCCAGAATCAATCCAGAATTGAAGAATATCATCGCGATTATTATTAAAAGCAGAATCGATACTATATTCTGTATAATATAACGGTAATCCTGAACCTAACCACCATTCTAATATTTTTATATCATGACAACAATCAATGGCTAAATTATCATATTTTAATGGTAATCCCGAGTCTAACCACCATTGTAATACTTTTAAATCTGATGTTAATGTAATTGCATGTTCAGAATATTTTAATTCTAATCCAGAATTTTTCCACCATTCTAATCCTTCTACATAACCACAATTACTAATATGATCCATACATTTATTTGAATATTTTAATTCCAAACCAGAATTTTTCCACCATTCTAATACACTTAAATAATACGTTTCTTCAGGAAAATAATAATAATCAAATAATGAATCAATGGCATAATTAGAGTATTTTAATGGTAAATTTGAATTTTTCCACCATTCTAATACATTAATTTGGCCATATGCTGATGCATAATCAATAGCTGTTTCAGAATATTTCAATTTTAATCCCGAGTTATACCACCAATTTAAAATATTTATCCTATTAAACATACTAGCATCGTTTATTGCATTTTCAGAATATCTTAATTTTAAATTTGAATTAACCCACCAATTTAATATTTCATATTCTTCACCACGAGAAATATTATCAAGTGAACTTGCATCATAAACTAATTTTAATCCTGAATTATACCACCAGTCTAATACTTTTATTTTATTTTTGGTTCTAATTTAATATTTAATGCAAAATTAATACTTTTTTCACTATATTTTAATGGTAAATTTGAGTTTAGCCACCAATTTAAAACATTTATTTTTCCATAATTTGAAGGATAATCCAAAGATTTTTCTGAATATTTTAAATCAATATTGCTTTCTATCCACCAATTTAAAAAATCAATATTACTTTCTTCCGAAGCAATGTCAACTATATGTTCATTTTCAGTTATGTCAATACCTAATTTAATATATGTATTAATATCAAAAAGTGAATAAGATTCAATAACTTTGAATTGATAATAAAATCTTGTTCCAGATGAATTATCAGATTTATCTATTACATGTAATTTGTGTCCCTTATAATAATACTTTTTTATTTGATCAAGACTAAAAATAGTTAAAGGTAATGAATCTTGATAAATACCACTAAAATCTATTGATGAATGTTTACCATTGGTTATAAATAGCAACATATTTATTTACGTATTTTATAAGTGAATAAGTATGTTATAATATTTATTAAATTATCAATTTTTTACACGACTATGATCTTCTAATAATTTGACGGTATTATCAATTCCAATAATAAAATGTTTAACAATAACATCAATATATTCTTCTGGATTATTCCAAATTTTATTATCTTGTGTGGTATAAATTATTATTGTCCTGTATCTAGGACGAATTTGTATTTTAATTTCAATCGATTCAAGACGATTAAGAATACCATTATACATAGATTTTTCGATATTTTCAAGTGTCATAACTAATAATTTGGGAAATGTTTTTTTTATGATTGGTGTGATTTTGATTTTTTTCATTGATGCACTTAATTTACTCAGGAAAGAACTTTTTAAAAATATGCATTGTTTTTTATCATAAGGTAATAAATAGTTAAAATCATTACTGGATATTTTTTTGATATATGCAAAATGTATTTTTCTTCCTAATAAATCCATTGCACCATTTTGCATTATTTTGCTCAATTTATGATAATATTCATTATCACACGCAATATATTCTAATAATTTGGATAATTCAGACCAGATAAATTCTTTATTAATATTTAATAAATCTTTAGTATAATTTTCGGATTGATACTTTTCACATATATCTGGTAAATATAAAACTCCCTCTCTAATTAATGGAATTAAGTATTTGACAACATCACTACTATATTGAAGATGTAGTTCTGTTTTTTTTAAAAACTTGTTGGAAAAAAATACTTGATGGATTAATGTTCCGGTAACATATGGATTCTCGGATAATTGTTCATTAGAAAAACGTAAAATATATTCATCTACAGATTTAATACAATATTTAAAAGTCATATATAATAATTATATAGACCACAATATAATTATGACAAATTGATAATCTAAACTTTTACACTTTAAATTATCAATTTTTTATCAATCATTCCATTCTAATGTAATATTTATTCCATCATTTTTTATGAAAGCATTTTTACTATGAAAATAATCTATAATTTTTAATGAATCGTTTGCTTTTAAATATTTACTTAAATTTTCCTCATATATTAATCCAAAAAATGATAAATATTTCAAACATTTTTTCTTATTTAACAACAAAGAATATATTATTATTTCGGTACTTCTTTCCAATACATCCACATATTCCATTGAATTATTTTCTATCAAATATTTCATCATATTTAAATTTTTAACGGAAAATATCAAAGCCCAGTGATTATATTCAGGATTATTATTCAAATGGAGCAAATATTTCAATAACTGGATATCTCCATAACAAATTACCGCCTCAAGTATTAATAAATTATTTTGAACGGTTGGAATTTCGAGATCTTGCATAAATTGAGACCGTTTATCACAATATAGATTGCAAATTGATAAATAAATAGGATCAATTTCATCAATATAAAATTTAGAAATAATTTCAGGAATAACATGATAATTTGATCGATTTATTACGGAAATCAATGTAGTTGTCAAATTAATATCATATGTTGAGATATATTTTTCAAATAAACCAATTATATTATTACTACCCATTTTATAAGCTATTTTAATGGCATGATAATCATTTAAAGTTAAATCATAATCACTTTTAAGTAATAATTCAACACATTTAAAATGTTTTTTAAGTATCAAGTTATATAATAAATTATAATCTATCGGAGGGTAATAACCTTTTTCAAATAAATATTCCATAATACTTGGTCTTCTTTTTTGTGCAGCTTCAATATAACATTTATCAATCGTATCTTTATCAAATAATTCAGCATCTGTATTTTCAAAAATAAATTTAATACAATCTAATCTATACGTACCACATATACTAATTAAACTATCTACACAATTGGTATCATAAGTAAATCCAATTTTATATAAATATTTTATAAGATCTAAATATCCATTTTTAATTGCTGAATTCAACAAGAAGTTATTTTCATTTTTGATATCTAAATCTAAATCCATAAAATATTCTAATATTTTAACATGTCCATAATTTATTAGTGTTTGAATAATTTTATCAGCTATAATCTGATAATCAACTCCACATTCAACTAAATATTTGACAATATTAATGTGTCCATTTATAATGGCTTCGGTATACAAATCAGAATTATTAATATTTGCGCCAATTTCTACTAAATATTTTACAATGTCAAGTCTTGAAACAGCTGCATTTTTTAAACATTCATCAAGAATATCATCATCAATATTTTCTCCTCTGAAAATACTATAACTCGCAAAATATTTAACAATCTCTAAATTAGAAAATAAACACATATACGGTAAATATATTTTAATATTAAAATTATCACCAAAATGACAATCTTTCTTATATTCCAATAAATATTTAGCCATTTTATAATTAGAATGATGTAAACAAAAATCAATAGTTTTTTCTATGTCAAAATTAAAATAACCACATTCTATTAAATATTGTGCAAAACTATTATTACCATTTTTGCAAGCCATTATTAAAATATTATGTTTTTTACTATCATCAGTATATATACACTTGTCAATATTTATTTCTCCGGAAAAAACAAAATTCAATAAATACTTTGTCAAACTTAAATCACCAGAATCATTTATTGCACACCAATAGAATAATTGATCTATATTTTCGGTAAATCCATTTTCTATTAATCTTTTATGTAATAATAAATCTTCTACCAAAAAATAATTTTTAATGATAAAATTATCTGTTGTATAAATTCCAGGATTCATTTTATCTGGTATCAATTTTGATAATGGTTTAATTTCGCACACATAATTTTTAAATTTAGTCCAATATTTGTATAATAATTTTTCTTCGATAATTTTTTCCCAACTGTAATCAAATTCAATAACAATTTTATTATTTATCAAATCATTAAACGAATGTATATCATCAATATATTCTCTTTGAATATATATCCTGTAAAGACGTTCAACAATCCAATTATCCACAAATAAATAATACATTTATGTATTAAATATATTATTTATTTATTTATAAACATATTATTTATTCAATTTTATGAATAGACAATTATATTTTTCCGCTAATTCATTTAACGTGATTTGGCGATATTCTTCTACAGATAAATTTTGTGGTTTTGTACTGGTAATTAACTTACAATCACTAATATAAAATTTCTTGACAACTATAGGATCATAATAATTAATTATTCTAGGAATACCTCTTCCTCTGTTTTCTGTAGCAAACAGATCATTATATGTTGTTTCCAAGAAAAATTCTTTTTCAAGCTCAATATCAGACAACTTTAAATATTTACATACTCTTGACACATAATTTACTAAAGTTGGTTCTAATAAATTTTTAACTTGTGAAATTATTTTATCTGATTCTATCTTCGGAAAAATAAAATCAAGATCAGAATATTTAATAGATGCATTTCTACATATATCACTATATTTCAAGTAAATTTCGCGACCAAATAAATCAATCGCTCCATATTTCATTATGGATAAAATTTTACATAAATATATATTCTGACCGGCAATATAATCTAACATTTCGACTAAATCTTCATCTGGTTCTATAATATTACAATTTAATTCTCCTTCACGAATCCATTTATCTAATATTTTTAGGGTATTTTCATTGTGATAAAGAATTATACAATTTTCGTGGGCAAAATTACCAAAAAATATTTTATCTATTATACTATCTTTAATAAATTTGTTATTGATTAAATTTTCTCGTTCGTAAGTTAATACAAATCCATCAGCTGTTTGTATGAATAACATGGTATTGTATGAATCTAATAATCATAATTAAAGAAATATTCACCTATAATATTCCCTTTTTCAATATTTTGTGCACATAAATAAACACTGTAACATGAAATTTTTGTGTATATTATCATGATTGGTATTTTAAAATTACATAACAATTGTTTTGTTAAGAAACCAAATGTACAATACATCATCAAATATATTATAGATTAAATATTTATTTTATAATTAATCAAGTATACTTTCAAATAAATAAACAACTTCATTAATATCAAGACGATCCTCAATATCATAAGATAACATTGCATACATAATAGTGGTTATTTCAGGATAACTTTCTTCTAGATTTTTAAAACCAATACCATTTATAATTGGATATTCTTTTTCTTTTAATCCCATTTTAATCAGATTTTTTTTAGTTGGTGTTCCTAAAATATTTAATATTTCGACAATTAGTTCAGGTTCAGTTTTATTAGTGAATAATTTATTACCAATTAATATACTACCAATGATACAAGCAGTAGACCAAATATCTATTTTAGAATTATATTTTTGGGAACCTAATAATAATTCAATCGCACGAAAAGTAGGACAACATACATTAGTATTATATTGATACATAATATCAGAATGATAAAAATTTCTTGACAATCCAAAATCGCATATTTTTAGTTTCCCATCTTTAGAAATTAAAACATTATCAATAGTTAAATCTCGATGCATTATGTTATTTTGATGTAAATATTGCACACCTTTAATTAATTGTTTTATATAACTAAATTTAATTTCATCTGATAGAGGTTTAATTATTTTGTGTGAAAGTGGACATTCCATTAATTCTAAAGCTATATACATATAACCACGTTTCTGGTCATAACAAAAACCATGCATTTTTATAATATTTTCATGATTTGAAGATGCTAAAATATCAATTTCACGTGCCATAGATCTATCAATACCTCCATCCAAATCAATTATACAAGAAGTTTTTAATGCTACTTCATGTTCATTTAATATACATTGATCAACACGACCATATGTTCCTTGCCCTAATTTTTTTATTTTTGTACAATTTGTTATTTCTTGTACAGTAAATATTTTAATTTCACGTGATTTTATATCCAACTGGTAAATTTTTTTAATATCTAAATTATCAGCACAATATTTAATTTTTTTAAACGATTCAGAAAGAAAATCTCGGATTTTTAATTTCTCAAAATGTTGTTTTATCCTTTTAAATTTTCCATATGTTATATCTTCGTCCCATAAATGACATAAATATGCTATCACAGTATCTTTTTTAGTCAATTCAAAAATATTATTAGAATTTTTATATACATGTGTAGCTAGTTTGATTATCTTTTTGGCAAGTTCTTTTGGTGGAATTAAATAATAATCAGGTTTATAAGCTACCAAATTAGAAAAAATAATATGATATTGTATATAAATCATTGGATAAAGATTTTTTAATAACAATATTTTTTATGTGTTGCCAATATGTTTCTCTTAAAATAAAATATTCTATCTTTTCTAAAATATGCAATTCCAAATTTTCTAATTCCTCTAAATTATATATATAATCACATGTCTGTTCAGCATCCGAAAGATCAAAAAATTGGAGACTGTCTGATTTAGCTGCTAAAACTAAACAAACAATAGATATTTTTTCCAAGTCCAGAGAAATTATTTTATTTGTTTCATTTATTAAATAATTATCTAATATAACAAAACTCAATTGTACTGTGCCATACTTCAATTTAAAATGTTTACCTATTTCTGAAATCCAATCTATTATAGCAATACGATGATTATGAGTAAGATTTTTATAATGATTAAATAAATCCATCAATATATTTAGTAAATTATATAAAATTACTAAATATATCATTTTATTTCAATTTTTAAAATGATTGTTTATAATTTTTTAATGGTTTAACGTTATTAAAATATTTTACAACTATGTCTATATCGGGACGTAATAATATAAATGGTGATAACATTTTATGTATTATATTTGATACTTTTGGATATCTTTCATCCAGTTCGGTAAATTGAATTTTTTCTTCGTCAGTTGATTCAAATAAACTATGACCTAACAAAATATGCCCAATAATACATCCACATGACCATATATATTTTTTGTCAAGATAATATTTTTTATATAACAAATATAATTCATCAGAAGATTGAAAATCAGAAACCAATTCCGGACTTAAAAATCCAGATATTTTTAAATTATTATTTTTATCCAAAAATAAATTATCAATGGATAAATTTTTATAAATAATTTTATTATCATGTAAATGTTTAATACCAGTTAAAAATTGTCTAATCATCTTAAATTTTAATTTTTTTGTTGGGGATTGTGATAATTTGTCAACCACGGAACATTTAATTTTGAAACCAATATTTAATTTATTATTATCAAGATCATAATAATAATGGTCAAGATTAATAATATTAGGATGTTTTTTTATTGAAACTAGTTTTACTATTTCATTAAGAACTTCTTTCGGTATACCAATATCGTTATCAATTTCATATGTTTTAGATTTGTAAGATTTATAGTTGAGTAAATTTATATTTGGTATGATATTTAATTGACCACCATATTTACCATTTATATTTCCTTCGAAAATAGGTCCAATTTCCAACAATTTATTTTTAAGAACGTAATAAATTCCTAAATTGGTAAATATATTTTTTATTTCGGATAATTTAGTATTTTTAGTAGCAATAGACCACATGCAATACAAATATTTATAAATCACATTTTTTTTACTTAATTTTGGAACCATCAAATGGTTTTTTTTAATTATGATGGCAAATTTTATAATTTTATCCGTTAATTCATTTACTGGTATGGAAATATAATCCGGATGAATTAACATTATGCATGTTAAATAATAAGTAATTCTAAAAATATCAGTAGAGATTTTATGACCATTTTTTTTTATTAAATACCACACTGTTTTATAATTTACTTGATATCCTAATTTTTCAAGTATTTGTTTTTCTTTTTGAAGAAGAAATTGTTGTCCATATTGATTACTTGATATGTAATCAGCATTTTTAATTGTAAATATATTATCATCCATTAATTTACTCGCGATAACAATACATACCACACTTATACCTTGTATTTCTTTAACTGATATATTTACATCTTCCACAATTAAATATTTATCTAAAATATATACAGCTAATTGAAAAGTATTATGTTTTAAATTATATTCATCAACAACTTCCATCATCCAATTTAGAATAATACCGCGATGTTTTAAAGTTAATGACATATGTTTAATAAATAAATCCATTATTAGTTGAAGTGTGTTAAATCTGATTTCTTATCTATGAAAATATTATTTCAACTTTTTCGAGAAAACCATTTCCATACAGTATCTTCTTGATCTTGTGGATAATTATGTTTTCTTGAAGGTAAAACAATTATTTTTTTGTCTGGAAAACCAAATAAACTTGCTAAGTAATACATATGCTTTGAGGATTTTAAATAAGAATCATTTGTTCCAGATACAATTATTATTGGTGTAGGATTTATTTGGACTTTAGATAAATTTATTAATTTTGCACGATCATAACCAGCTAACCCAGGCCATCCACCCATCATACTACATATGCCCGCATACTTAGTATTTCCATAAATTAATGCCATCAAACTTGCAAACATGGCACCGTTTGAATATCCCCATAAATAAATTTTTTTCTCGTTAATTTTTTCCTGAAGTATATTGATATCCAATTGTATATCATAAGACAACATTTCTTTCCCAATATTATCTAAATATATTGTATTTGATAAATTTATAGAGCATACTCCAGCAAGTTTTATTATTTGATCAAGATAATTGGCGTCAATATGTGGATTATATATATCCCAATGTGTATCTCCAAAATATATTCCTCCATCTTTTCCTCGAATGGGTTCATCAAGTAGTTCTCCTTGGCCTTGACCAAAAATAATAATAATATTTTCACGCGATGATAATTTTAATAAATTTGTGCGTCTTAAAGCACAATCCCATGACCAAGAAGTTAAGCCATGTAAAAATAATATTACACTGTATTTTTTGCTAGATTTAAAATATTCATAAGGTAAATGTACCAGATAATATCTCTTTTCCAAATCCATTTGAAAAGTAATACCATATTCAGAATAAACACATTTATATTTATCTTGTATTATTAATTTCCAAATAGATTTAGCATCTTGTAAAGATTTATCATTTGATTCATTCAAACCATAATATGATAATAATTCTTCTTCTCTCGTTTCTTCCTTTTTGGGAATATCCGACGTAATATATTCCATCCATATATTTTCGTCCATCCATAATTTTATTATGTAATCCTTGTTTAAATAAAATTGAAAAAATAATTTCTTAAACATTAATGTTAGATTATTAATGTTAGATTATTAATATTAATCATAGTAAATGGCTCTTCTAGATACTTATGTGAATATTTCAGAGGAATTAGATTTTGTCAAGGAATGCTTTAATTATAAAATAAAATATACTTATAAGAAATATGCCGATACTAAGTTTAATGACGGTGACAAAATAATTGAACCTATCTTTAATATTCAATGTTCTCACGACCAAGAATTTTACATTTGGTCTTTTACGACCGATAAATCTCTAGAAAATCCATGTGATAAATCTAACAATATTGAAATAACTCCTGATATGTTATTTGAAATGTTTAAAGATTTTAAAAATGGCGAATTATCTGAACCTTGGTTTATTGAATTTCCGGTTATGTATAAAACACATGATGTACCTTTAACCATTAAAATAATCAATAAATTAAAATATAGCAAAAATCCTGATATCAAGTATATTGATCTTAAACCATATGAAATAAGTGAAATGGAACGTTATAATCGTAAATTTAAACGAACCATTCAACTTTTGGAAGAAAAATATTCAATGGAAGCCGTTAAGCTTAATAATAAAATAGAAACTCTTGAAACTAAACTTGAAAAGACGAAAAAGAAACTTTCTGAACTGAAAATGCATGTTGATACAGAATGTGTTACAGAAGCTGATCTTGAAGAGACCAATTCTGAACCTGAGCGCGAAAAACTATTTAAAGAATCCTTTGAAAAATATCTTTCTAAAAGAGAAAATGTTGTTTTTATTGATAAAAAACTAGACGAGCTAATGGAAACATCTGCTGAAACTAGTACAGCTTAATTTTTATTAAATATATATTTAAATATATAATCAATAAAAATATTAATGATTACTCTAGAAAAATATAAATATAAAACTTTACTTAAATATGGTAGTAGATGTGCAATTATTGGAAAAAGAGGTACTGGTAAAACTTTTTTGTGTAGAAATTTAGTGCAAAGTCAACTATCTACAAAAAAAATATCACACACATATATTTTTTGCCATCCAAATAAATTATATGAATGGAAAGATAAATTAAATACCAAAAATATATCATATCATAATACTATTGATGATTTTTTAATAGGTCAAATAGAATTAAAAATTAATTTAGGTGAAAAAATTATCGTAATAATAGACGATTTTATTTATAAAAAAATCAGTACGATGATATATTTAAATTAAAAGCATTAATATTTATCACTCATCAATCATTAAATTTGATGTCTATAAATTATATAAATATTATATTTTTCTTACGTGAAGATAATAACTCCACAATAAATGAAATTTATTCCACGATGAGTAAATATTTTATATCAGTACCATCATGTGAAGATTTTATTAAGCTTTTATCAGCCGCAACTCAAAATTATTCTGCTCTTGTTGTTGATGATGATTCTTTTGGATTATTTGAAATTAATGCAAATGACATAATTACACAAAATAAATCAAATTCTGATTGCATTAAAGAATCTGTGGATAGTATTTTAAGAAGATTTAATAAAGTGGAGTTTATTAATGGTATTGAGATATTAATTTGATGATTTAAAATAATCAAATTAATCTTGTTTAATTTTAACAATATTGGTTTCTTGTGAATCATTTAAAAGTTGATGTGCCATAATTATTGTTGAACAAGTTAAATAAGTTACGGTAACAATAATGTCCCACATTTTATTATAATTATAAGAAAATTGATGGATTAGTCAAATAATTAAATTTTCAATTTTATTCAATGGTCCAATAATAAATTTTTCTTTTCTTCATTTTGTGCGTAATACTTTTTTCATTGGAATTAATTTCAATCATATCAATATATTGAACTTCTACAAGTGTGCGATTATGATCGCCATTTTTTTTTGGAGGTATTTTACGTTTTATGATAATACTTTGCAAGATATTATCTTTATTCATTAAGCTAATCATAATAATAAATTAAATAATATAATAAAAATATAAATTTCAATTTTATTTCTGGAACCATAAACTTGAATCACGTGTATCTTCCAAATTAATACCTATAGAAGGTAATAAATCATTTCTTTCTTTATCAAGAACAGAATATAATTCTTTTTTAATTTCACTATCAATTGATTTATTACGGACAATATTTCTGATTGAAGTTCTTGTGGTTATTAAAACGTTCATTAAATTATTTATTTCCTAGTTTTTATTTTCTTCAAATGAAAAACCTAAATTTATTAATAAATTTAATATGTATTGTGTTATTTTGTTTAATAAAAATTTGTTAGGATTTTGTTTATCGAGATAAGAATTTATTTCACAAATAAAACGATTTAGTTCTTTTACAACAGCATCAAATTCAAATGATTCTAAACTTGTTATTATTTTATTTTTAATTATGTCAAATAATTTGCTAAGTTTATATTCCTTATCAAAATATTTTACATTTAATATATCAAAAGGATAATTTTTTGTTCTATTCATTAAATTTCTTATGCTATTTTCCATATTTTTTGCATTTTCAATAACACCATCATTAAACTCCATTGGATTTTGCCATTTATGTTGCATAAACATCCATCTAAATTCATTTGGTGTTAGATCTTGTAAAATATCATCAATTGTGGAAAAATTTTTTAATGATTTGGACATTTTTTTACCTTTGATACATAGATGACCTATATGCATAAACTTATTTGTCCATTCCTTTGTTTTATCATTTGGATGATATTTAGGATGATAATATGCACAAGCTTGTAAATTTTCATTGTGATGATGAGGAAATTTTAAATCAATTCCTCCAAAATGTATATCAAGATGATTTCCTATTGTTTTATGAATCATTGTAGAACATTCAATATGCCATCCTGGAATTCCATAGGTTTTTATTAAATTTCCATTAAAAGAAAAATTAGCATCAAAACCAACATTATTTTTAGTACGACTTTTCCAAAGAGCAAAATCTTTTTTATGTTTTTTCTGATTAATGATATCATTTGATATCTGTGATTCATAACTAATTTCTTCTTCATCTATCTCAAAAGAAAATTCATATCCTGCATTTATATAAGAAATAGTATCAAAATAAACAGAACCATCATCTGTTATATATGCAAAATTGTTATTGATTATATTTTGTATGTATTCTATAATATCTATTATTGACTCGGAAACTCTAATAATAATATCAGGAAGATCTATATTTAATTGACTCATAGATGTAAAAAATTTATCTTCATATTTTTTAGATAATTCTTGCCAACTTATTCCATTAATTTCAGATGCTTTAATAATTTTATCATCAATATCAGTTATGTTCATAACTAGTAAAGTATTTCTGTTTAAAAATCTATTCATCGTTTTATTTATCAAATCAACCATCATGTAAACTCTTGCATGGCCAATGTGTGCGTCATTATATACGGTTGGTCCACAAACATACATTTTAATTAAATTTTCCGAATTCATATGATACTTAATAATTATTAAGTATTATATTCTTTTATCTCAATTTATACTAAATTGAGGATTGATGTATCTTTATCTTGAGTATCAATTTCCTGATTTTTGGAAATAAAATATTTGGGACTTAAAAAATATTGGAAAAATTTTTGAGTTTTGGCAATAAATTTATCAAAATCAATTATTGGTTCAGATGAATCAATTTCTTTTATAGGTTCTTCAATTTTGGAATTATCAATATATATTTCTACTAGAGTTTCATTATTCATTTCGGATCTGTATGTATCATACCACTCTTGCGGAATATTCATATAACTCATGTGTTATATTTCCTTAAGAAAAGATGTACACATATTTAAGACTAATAAAATCAATTTTTTAATAAGAAGAAAATTTTTGATAATGTATCCATGTTTTATGATAAGATGGTTGGCTAGTAAATATTGGATATAAAACTCTTGCTGCAGCATCTATTTCATCAATTGGTGGATTGAAAATTTTACATTTCATTCTAATACCGATGGTATATTCATCTATAGAAAACCAACCGGGATTAATTCCATGAATTTGTGGATAAGAAGATCTTGGTTCCTTGTCAGAATTTCCAGCAAGACATCTTGTTAACATAGCAAGACCAGCTTTTGCTATATTTGTGTGCATATGTTTTAAAGTTTTGTGTGTATCAAACATACCCTCTTTTGCATGTACATGAATAACATAAGTGTCTGGGTTAGGTCTCATTTCTGGTATTAAATATTTATCTATTAAAATAGATCCAACTAAATTATTTTTAATAACAGCTTCAATTTCATTGTCCGAAGTTTCAAAAATATTTAAATTCCAAGTATTTTTCACTCGATTATCTATTTTTCTACCATATCTTTCTTCGAAATTAACACGCCATTCTGATGGTGGATAAGCATGTCTTTTGCCACGAGATATTGATTTTTCAAGTATTTTTTCTGGATCAATAACTTCCTCAACAGGAAAATTTTCAAAATTGATAGTTTGTGCGGCATTTTGAATTACAATATCAAGTTGATTTTTTCCAAATATTTCACAAATTTCTTTAACTAAATCAGTTATTGATTCTTTTACATTGGATAAATCAAATGGTTGAGAATACACATATAATCTATCGCGAAAATTATTATAATCTGGTTCCTGTAAATAATATTCAAGTGCATTTTCTATATTTCTTGTAGTAATCATTACTTTTGCTCCAGCTCTTAATAATTTTAAAGCTATTTGATATCCTAGCTTAATTCGTCCACCAATAACAATTGCATTCATTCCTGTTAAATTTCGGGACAAATATCGATTTTTTAAAGAAATATCGCCACATTTAGGACACTGGTATAAATAAAACCAATGAATTTGTGTTAGTGGTATTTTACATATATAACAAGGCCTTGGAGATATTTTTTTTGTTAAAGAAAAATAATAAACTGATGAATCAATAGTTGGATATAACTCATCTCTAACATAATTATCAGTCCGAGTGTATTCATTAACTGTTTTAGAATGATATAGTTCTGTGATAAATGGTTTATCTAATTTAATATTTGTTGAAATTTCTAGTGTGTTTGGTTCATATTCAATAATTTTTGGTTTCTTTTTTTTTCTAATATTTGTGAGATCAATTGATCTCTTTCCATTATCATTAATTATTTGATCCATAATTAAATTTATGAATTAAATAATTTATCTGATAAATTTTATTCAATTTTTTAGCATATTTTATAAGATAATTCTAATAATAATGGTATCTCATCCAAAACATAAGTTTTATAATTTAATAAATTTAGCCTATTAATATTTACGGGTATTGTAAATAACTTACATTTATGTGTACTACCAATAATTATTACTCCTAGAGGAATATTAATATCACTACTTGGTTTATGTTGGAATGAAAGATTGATAACATTATCTGGTATAATACTTTCTGCTTCTTTCCAAGTAGAAACAGCATATTCGTTTCCACGTTGAATAGGAATTAATTGATTAAAATCACCAATAATAATCATATCCGTAATAAAAATATTTTTGATGTATTTAAAATGAACTAAATCGTTAATATCAATTGTTAAATGTTTTATGTTCATTTGAACAATTTTATTCCAAAAATCTTTTTCTAAATTATGATTATAAGATAATTTATAACGTGGAAATCCGAAACTATTTTTATAAAAATTTTTATTTAAAATTAATTGTGTAATATTTTCTGGTATCACATCAAAAATATGATTAATTGTATGTTTTTTATGAATGATATTATTTTTATATTTTAATGTCTTTGTTTTTTCATAGTCATAAATATATGTATCATATTTAAAAAGAGTTTTTAACTCGTGGTAAAATTTACAAGTTGATAAAAAAAATATTTTATCCTTGTCAGATAATAAAGATATTATTAGATTAAATAATTCATTTGGAATATGAAAGATTGACATATTAAACACAATGTTTATGTATATATAAATTTAGATACATGAACATTCAGGATGTATAATATTTCAATTTTTCAAACAGCATGACGGAATTTATCTTTTATGTATAAATGTTTAATATTTGGTAAATGTTTTTTAAATACAGGTGTAAAATTTTCAGGTAATAATTTATAGATACTTGTATCACTAGCATATTTAGATATATGATTTATAAAATAAGTTTTATAAGTTTTACATTGATTATAACTTTGTGTTAAAGTTAAATGATAAACACTTTTTGGTATTTTGGACAAAATTTTTGGTTTATCAATCCAATACCCACCAATTAAATGTGTTATACCCTCTGGAATAATGTCATTTTCGTCAAGTTCTAAAGATTTGGATAATCTTAAATGCGTAACACTTTTTGGTATGATGATTTTTCCCATTGGTGATTTAAATCTTAAATATTTTACACTGTCAGGAATAAATATATTTTTAGTACTTGTGCTTCCACTTATTGTTAAATGACTTATAGAATTAGAAATATTATTATGCATTGGTTGATTAAATTCCCAACCAAAAATTAAATGTTTCACATTATCAGGTATACTTTGTTCGATTGGTTGATTAAATTTATTACCGAATTTTAAATAAATTAAAGTTTCTGGTAAACAATTTTTAATAGATTGATTAAAATTATCACCAAAAATAATACTCTTTGTGCCATGTGGAATACTTTTTTTAATGGGTTGATTAAAACAATATCCAAATTCAATATGAGTTATTGTTGATGGTAAACATTTTTTAATAGATTGATTAAAATAATATCCAAATTTAATATGTGTGACGCCTGTTGGAATATCTCCTGGTTTAAGTGGTTGATTGAAATCATTTCCTAATTCTAATTTTTTTACTGTTCCTGGAATATTACAATTTAGTGGTCTATTAAATTTGTTACCTAAAAATAAATATTCAAGATTTTGTGGGAATGCATTGTCTATAGATCTATTAAATTTTGTGCTATAACCATATTTACTTTTTTTCTCACCAAATTTTAAATATTTAACGCTTTTGGGAATATTACCTTTTATGGTCCTATTAAAACCACATGGGAATTTTAAATACTGTACACTTTCTGGAATAGCATTTTTTATGGATCTATTAAATTTACCAGGTATTGCATCGAATGATAAATGTGTAACATTTTTAGGTATATATCCTTTTATTTGTTGATTAAAACAATAACCAAATTTTAAATACTTTACGTTTTTAGGAATAACACCAACTTCTAATTTTTTATTAAACTGTGAACTAAATTCTAAATGTATGACACTTTTTGGAATATGTCCAGGTTTTAACACTTGATTAAAATCAGAACCAAGATTTAATCTTTTAACACTTTTAGGAATATCTCCTACTTTTATTTTTTGATTAAAACTTTGACCAAGATTTAAATATACGACACTATTCGGAATACAACCCGTTAAAGAATCATTATAACCTCCTAAATTTAAATATTCGACAGTATCCGGAATATATCCTTTTATTGGTCCTTTAAAACACATATCAAATATTAATTTTTTTACACCGTAAGGTATAGCATTTTCTATGGATTTATTAAATTTAAAATTAAATTTTAGACTAATAACTGTTTCGGGAATACATCCAATAATTTCTTGATCAAAATAAAATCCAAATTTTAAATGTGTGATTCCATTTGGAATTAATCCTTTAATAGGATCATTGAACTCGGAATCGAATGTTATATGTGTAATATTTTTATAAATATTTTCAGTATCAACACCAATATAATTTATTAATTTTTTAGGATTCTTTTTTCCTTTTCTAATAATTAGTTTTTTAACAGTAGGTGGAATATAATTAATTTTTTGTCCAGCTTGTAATTCTAAATGCGTTACTCCATAAGGTATATCTAATGTATAAGCCATATATTTTATCTTTTTAAATTTAAATTTCGAATCTAACACTTCCGCATAAGAATAAATTTTATCCGTTAACCAAATATAATTTTTCAAACCATAACATCTTTTACATGTTGATAAGAATTTTATTTTATCTTGATCAGACATAAAATTACAAATGTATATAATTGCATCGTCATAAATATTTATTAATTCCATTTCGAATTTATTGTTATTATTATTAATATACTCAACTTTATCAAAATAAAATTCAATTTTTATAGATTTTTAGCAAATAATACTATTAAAATTATGATTATTATAATTATTATTATGACACCAATAATTATAAACCAAAATAATCTGGATCTTGATGTTGTTCCTCCTGAATTATTTCCATTATTTGAATTATTACCATTTGAATTACCACATATTTGATTATAAATAATTTTATTTACATCTTGTCCATTAAAATTATTAATATCAATATCACAATTTATAATATTACAATTAGGATGACATTGTGTACTTTTTCGATATGAATTTGTATCAACACAACGATCATCAATACATTCGGGTGGTCCTATTTTAATTGTATCTTGATAAAAATTTGCAGGAAGTAAACATCCACATTTAGGATCAGAAGCGGTAACTTGTGCACAATAATTTGTTAATATATCATCGCATTGCCCTGAACAAGTTGTTCCTCTAAATTGTCCACAATAATCTGGTTGAGTGAAAATTGGATTATCTTTGCAACATTGTAATTTGGCGTTATCTAAGGGACCTGGTAAAAACATTAATACTGAATTATATGTATTATCTGCAAATGATACTGACACATTTGCGTAAGATGAATTACCATTTGTTCTAAATGTGGCATCGTATGGTTGACGCAAATTTCTTAATCTAAATTGTTGTCCATAATTAATTATTGTATTGGGTTGAGCTCCTATTGCATTTATTCTCCAATTGGGTCTTATATCATTTACCTTTGTATTAGAACGAATTTCTATCCATTGATCACCATCAGCATTATACCATTGCCCAAGTTGTGAATCATTTAGTCTTGTTAATCTAATTATATCGCTATTTCTAATCGGTTGTCCTGTCATAGAATTTGGATAAATATTTGGTGCTTGAACAATTTGATAAGGATCTCCATTTATAATGGTTCCTGTATTGGCTATAATTCTATTATGACCATGATGACTATGACCAACATCATTAACAATTTTAGGTCCTTTGTCAGTTGATGGAAAACAAATAAATACAATATCACCAAATTTAATTGGTTCTAATTGTTGTGACATTATTATATTATTCCATAATATAATAATTAAAAACTCTTCTTATTACACTTTATAAAGAATTATATAAAATTGATTATTTTTTACTAAATATACATATATTTTTGTATAAAATACTAATGTCAAACTTAGAAAATTTATATCAAAATTATATCAAAGCCAAATATGAATATTTGAAAAAATTCAGTGAAAAAGCCATTCCACAATTTATTTCTGAAACAAAAGATTATGTATGGGATAAAGACCATCATCTTTATACATGTATAAATAACACATCTATTCACAATCCTGATAGAGACACAAAAAATCTGTACAAAAAATTAGCCATATTATGTCATCCAGATAAATGTAAAGAGTCTTGGTCTAGTAAAATATTCCAATTAATAAATGAATCTTATTTAAAAAATGATTTTAATAAATTAAATGAATTAAATATATATTATGACGAAAATAAAACATTTAATAATTATTTTAATGATTATAACGACGAATTAGATTTATTAAAACAGATCAAAAAAATAGAGTCTGAAGTCTGGTATATTTGGACATCTCCTGAAGCTGACATAAATTATCGTAATATTCTAAAAGATATTTTAATTCCTATGAAAGAATATGAAAAGAGATGTCAGGAAAGATTGGCGAAATTGCAAGAAGAAAATATTAAACTAAGAAAACATAATGATGAATTATAAAAGTTATTAGATCGTTTTAATTAAATTTACTTTAATAATAAAGTAAATTAAATTTGTTTAATATGCTCGAGACCAATTAAATCAAACATTTTTTTTATGACAACCACTACTAAATTAATTAATCTAATACGATGTTCATAAACTTTTATTATTTGATCATTTTCTATTTCTATACATCTATTTTCATTATAAAACTTTGTCATGGAAACAACAAGTTCATATAAATAATTGCAAATGTGATGTGGAGCATTTTCTTTAACACTATTTTCAATAACTTCAGGATATTTTAATATTTTCATAGATAAATTTCTCATTTCAAGATCGTTTATAATAATTTGGCCATTAAGAATTTCACGCAAATTAGGTGTTTTTCTTAAGATTCCTTGACATCTAGCTAGTGCATACATTAAATAAACAGCTGTATTGCCTTTTGTATTCAACATCTTGTTGATATTAAATTTATAATTATTTTGGCGAGGATTATTTAAATCTGAATATTTAATAGAATTAATAGCTATTTTATTAGATATATCTTCAAGCACATCTGGAGACATTGATCTATTTGTATTTTCACAATATTGGTTTGTAACTGTTTTTGCATGTAATTTTACTTCATTTAAAACATCAAGTAATTTTATTGTTTTTCCGGATCTTGTTTTTAGTCTACGTCCATCTTCACCTAAAATAACTCCAAATCCGATATGTTTCACTTGTGATCGGGAGCACCATCCTAATTTAACAGCTGTGTCAAATATCATATTAAAATGAAGACTTTGTCCTGAATCAACTACATATAATATTTGATTAGCTTTTTCTTCAAATAAACGATATTTTAAAGCTGCTAAATCAGAAGTATCATAAGTAAAACCTCCATCACTTTTAACTAATATTAAAGGACATTCATAGTTATCAAGACGTATAATTTTCATTCCATTATCTTGAACAATAAATCCATCAAGTTCATTTATTAAATCAGACATTCTTGATTGATAAAATGATTCTCCTTTTATTTCGCCATGAGTATCCAATTCCTATATATTTGATTAAATGAGTCCAAAGAAATTTCACGTATTTTTTTCCAGATGGATATATTTTCTTCATCGCCTTTTTGTAATTCAACAGTTTCATTAAGAGACATTTTATGAAATTATTTATCTTCATCAAATAATTTTCTTGATTCTTTGTACATATTCATTAATTCTGAAAGTGTACCAATTTCTTTATTATATTTTTTTATATATGCAATTAACATACCAAATTGTGTTCCCCAATCACCAATATGATTTATTCTTTGTACTTCACATCCACAAAATTCATATATTCTACAAAGAGATTCACCAATTATTGTAGATCTCAAGTGTCCAATATGCATTTCCTTTGCAATATTTGGAGATGAAAAATCTATTAAAATTTTTGTTGGAATATCACATATTAGTGGATTTGGTAAAAATGAATTATGTAATACGTCACCATAAATTATATTTATGTGACTTGATATATTCACTACTTATATTAAATACTAGAAACATATTTTTTTTAACATTAATTATTTCGACAAGATCAAATAATTTTGTCTCCAAAAATTCATTTAATAATTTATCTGAAACCTCATTAATATTTAATCCAGTTATTTGTACCAAATGAACAAGTCTGTTGAATTGATAATCATAATTATTACTTTTTATTACGCTATATTCATTAACATTTATAATTTGAGGAAAACATGATAATATGCATCCTCTTAAATAATTATTCACAATTTGTGTAATATTTTCCATTAATTTATTTATTTATTGTTAATAATAACCAATAAGTATTTATATTTCAATTTTATATAACAAGTTAATATAATTGAAATATAAATTACTTAAAGTTAAAAAACAATACATTAATTATTTAAAATTAAATGCCAAGAATTGTTCTAAATAAGGATTTAAAAAATAAAAATGTTAAAGATAAACTTGAAAGTTTATCAAATGAAAATATGATTAGATATTATTTTGAATTTCCTTATACGATTAAAAGGAAACTACCTAATACTTTAATTGATATGATGTATTATGCTTGGGCAAATCATCTTGGAGTTAGTATAAGACCTGATGATCTATGGATTCAAATATTATCACAATTTGCTCTTCACGTTAATATGAATAGTGATTATTATAAACAATATTTTGCGAGACCAAATGGAAATAGTGAAAAAACAGTCATTGAAGTTAAATATTCAGATCATTATACGATTGATACCGTACCCATTGATCATTTTATTAACAAAATAATGGAGCAAGTTTCTGAAAAATTACCGAATAGTGAACTCATTAATAATCTTGAATGTAATTTTACAACAAGTAACAACATCACCAATCTTGTGAGTAAAACAACATTAATGTATCTAGTGGAAAAATATTTTGCTTTTCATATGATATTATCCTGTGGAATTCCTTATGTAGATTTAGAGGGGACGCTTGAAGATTGGGCTAAACTTCATAATAAAGTTCAATTAATTGATAGTATAGCGGATGATAGTATTAAATCTTGGTGTCAGGATTTATTGAATATTACTAATACCATAGTAAAAACATTTGACCATCCTGAATTATCCAGTAAATTTTGGAACAGATTTTTTTATGAAGAAAGATGTGGAAGCGGATCTCAAACATGTGCTCAAGGATGGATTACCTATTTATTTATTTATGATAAATCACAAATAAAATTAAATCGACATTATTCTGAGGAAACGAATAAATATGAATTAAAAGGTACAATATTTTGGGATGATTTTAATGATTGTGTGACAAAAACAGAATTTAAATGTTTTGCGGATAATATCGAAAAATACCATATTAATTCAGGAATGATGGGTTTTATTAAAGACAATAATAATACGTTGAAATTAAATATGGGATTTTATATTTCGAAACCACTTTATCGTGAATGGACATTTAACGATGTTGATATTAATTCATCACGAATTGATTTTACAATGGATAATTATTATAAAATTAAATACAATGATAAATTTCTTCATGAACTCAATAAACCTAGAATTCCTGAAAATTCTAAAGATGATGCAAATGATCAATTAGAAATATATTCTAGAGATGGTATCTTCTATTATATTTATAGAAGTAGAACTAAAACAAATTGTTGTTATTCTTCTAGAGGTTGTTTTTCTGAAGGAAAATTTATTGAACATATGGCGGGAACATCAGTGCTTGATTATGGTACTGGCAGTCGTAATAATAGTGTAAGAATATATTAAAAAATTGAAATATTTAGTGCGTAATATTTCATTATTCTATTAATAATAAAATAATGAACTCATATACATATTATGAACTTGTTGTAACTGGTACGACAATTATTGGATTAATTATTGGTTTTTGTATTGGGTGTATATACACTTTCTTGCGGGATCAATATATTAATAATGATCAATCGTATATTAATAAAGACAATATAAAATATATTTGTGCAGCAGTAGGTATATTTATAGGATATATTAGTGGTATTATATTTTTTTTGATGGATCGTTTTAATTAATTTATTAAATTAATAAATTAATTATTTTTATAATGGTCTGAAATCTTTTTCAAGTATGTTATAAATTCATCTCCTATTTCTATTGTTACATTTTTTTTAAATAATTTAGTAAATTCGTCTGTATAATATCCTACCAAATGAATTTTGTTAACACTTGTAGGTAAATCATATAAGATATTATATATTTTTCCCTGAGGATTACAAACGGATAAATATTCTAAGTTTGAAGGTAATTGATTTCTTATTTTTTGATTAAATTTTTTACCAAATTTTAATACTTTAACTCTATGAGGAATACAACCATAAATAGATTGATTGAACTCTTGTTTAAAAATCAAGTATTTAAGACTTGATGGTAAACCATTTTTTTTATTAATACTACAATAATTTATTCTTTGATTAAAATTATGACCAAATTCTAAATATTTTACATCAGGAATACAATCATCAACATTTTGATTAAAATTAAATCCAAATTTTAAATATTTTAATTTTTTTGGTAAACAATTTTTTATTGGTTTATTAAAGCTTGTACCAAATTCTAAATATATTACATTTTTAGGTATGCATCCTGTGATATCTTGATTGAATCTATTTCCAAATATTAAATGAGTGACACTATTCGGTATACAGCCATGGATAGGTTGATTAAAGTTCCATCCAAATTTTATAAATTTTAAATTATTTGTAAAACAATTTAATTCATTTAATTTTGGTAAAGGTTTATTAAATGAATCAGAAAAATACAAATGTGTAATATTATTTGGTATATTTATACAGGTAGCTCGATAACTTATATTTTTAAAGGATAATAAGAATATAGAATTTTTAATTAAACAATAATCAAACGTATTATTTATTTTTAATATATGTTTAATATTTAATAAACCATGACATGTTAACAAAAAATTTATTTTATCTTTAATATCTAAAAAATTTAATATATATAAAATAGTATCATAATTTAATTTTTGGAGCATAAATATTTGTTAATGATATAGATGATTATATAAATAATATTATTTAATTCAATTTTTATTTAATTAAACAATTTTTTATCCATCACATAAACTCTATCACCAGATGCAAGACCAATACTTTTAATAGTATCTTTATCATTTTGTGATAAAACAAAAAATCTTTGTTTACCATTAGTATAATTATGATCAGAAATTATACCTATCTTTTGATCATTAGGGATTAGGGACGTAATTTTTGAGATTTTTTCCTTTAGATCTGATATTTTAATATTGGGACATACATCAAGATAATGTAATTTGGACTTGTGAAACACAAATATTTTTATAATATCGTTTTCCATTACAATGGTTATTAATATATATTATAAATACTTAGAAAAATGAATAATATTTTCAATTTTTATGGTAAATAAAATTGAAATTTAAAATATAAGGCTCATCCAGATTTATAATTAAAAAACAACTAATAATAATAACCCAAAATGTCATCTCCATTAACACCTAGAACATTGGCTGACTATTTAAATAACAAGTCAGATTTTGATACTTGTATTTTTTCTGATATTATTGATTCTCCAAGATCATCTGGATCTTCTGGTTCATCGAAAAAGTCTAAATCATCCAGATTATCTTTATCAGGATCACCAAGATCTCCTCGTTCACCAAGATCTCCTATTTCATTTAAATTACCTTCGTTTCTTAAAAATGAAGGTTCGAATGAAAATTCTCCAAGATCACCCAGATCACCAAAAACACCAAATTCACCAAAGAAAATTTGTGGATCTGTTGTAAAATTTATTAGACAATTATCAGGAGATAAATTAAATGAAAAAATGTACAAATTTGATATACAACGTGATGTTAAACCGTTTTTTGCGAAAAATATACTTGAAATGTCAAGTGATTCTGAGGATAAAATTTATCCTGAAGGACATCGTGTTGACATATGTATTGCCGGAGAAATTATTGGTTTCGCAATCCGCAAAATTGATATTAAATACACAAAAGATCCTTATTCCAAAACAAAACTTGGATTTTGGGAAGGATATGTACATGTTCCTGATTTTAAAACTCCAGAAGAAAATCGAGCATTTTTTGATTATATGTTTTTTCAAGCACAAGATATCCCAGATATTAAAACAAATAGTTCAACCTTGAGTGCAATTGGTTGGGATCATGATATTACTTTAACAAATGATGGTGAAGTAGTTCATTATGTTAATTTAGCAGAAACAATTACAGAAATATGGTCAGTCTGGAAATGTGTTCGTGATTATCATATGAGAAATTATAAAAGTGACGAATAATATATTAAAATATATTAATCGTATACATTAATATGTTGTTTAAATAACAACTTGGAACTAATAATTACCTAATTTTATCAAGTATTTGTATATAATATATGGAAATATTTGACAATAAAAAAAAATTTATAAATGGTCCTGTGAATGTTGTAAGATTACAAGGTAATATTGAAGGAATAAAAAAAGTTATTTATTTATTTATGGATCAACATTATCCATTAGGACAACAAACAGAATGTGAAAATATTTATGCCGATAGTATTCAAAAATATTTTGCTAATAATTTCCAAAGATTAAACTCGTCTTCAAAAACTTATGATTTTTTTATGGAAATAAGACCAAGTGAGTTAGAATATAATAAAAATAATAAAATAAGTACCACACATATTTACATTGTTGAGATGTGGAAATTATTTTCCAAAATATTTCAATACAACGATAAAGAAAATCGTGTTTATACTTCAGAATCCTTTAAAAATGTTCGTTTGCATTATATGGATATTAGAGATTATTTAAAATATTCTCAAAAAGGTTATCTTGTAGATGTTTTTAATGAAATGTTTAGACTAGCAATTCCTATGTGGAATTATTCATCAATTTCAAATTACAACATTAAAGAATTAATATCAAATATTAATATTTTCAAGAATTTTTGCATGTTCTTGCAAGAAAATATAGTTAAAATTTTATCAGATCAAGAAACAAATGTAGAAAAGAGGAAAATAGTTAGAAATTATAAAGACTTCATAAAAAGAAGTTCAAAAGATAATTCGTGGAACCTAGATGTTATATATTTACTAAATAAAATGGCATTTTCTTATAAACACGATTTTATAAAAAATAAGCTTAAAAAACAATTTTATATTTTAAAAGATTCACTGGAAAACTTGATAAATGAATCAAATAATATGATAAATCTTTTCACCAAAATTTCAAAATACTTCAAAAAAAATAATAACATTTTAAAAAAGCAAGATTATGGATACGGATATGGCATATTACAAACAGAAATAAATGAAATGGTTTTAAGTATAACCAATTCTATCATAAAATTAAATTCGCAATATATTCATCATTTTTCTAGATTTATGGATTTATTTTTCCTCAGAAGATTTTTAGATAAAGATTACATAACAAATGCCATTGCTTATACAGGATCAGCTCATTCATGTACCTATATAGAAGTTTTGACACAAGATTTTGGATTTGAAATTACACATGTTTCTTATTCAAAAATTAGAGATATTTCAAAACTTAATATATACATTAAAACAAAAAAATCTGATGATCTTGAGGAAATATTTTATCCTCCAGTATTATCACAATGTTCTGATTTAACAAATTTTCCGGATACTTTTGAATAATTATTTTTTATTGATTAATAAAAAATAATTAAGGAGAACAAACTCCAAGCCATTTTCCAGGTGGAATTAAACATTGACCTGATGTACAATGATAATTTTCAGTACATTCAGAAGGAATTAGACAAAGCACACTATTTTGTGAATTAGACCACACTTCTTTTCCAGGAGCGGGACATTGACAATCATAAGCAAAACCAAGATTTTCATATCCATAATTACAAAGACAGGTATTGAAAGGTATAACACTGTTAGTTCCATATTTCCTACATTTGATACTATTATATTGAGTATCTGCTTGAGGGCATTGCCATACTTCATGACATCTTCCAATGGGAATACATTCTGGAACCCCATTATTCCAATAAACATTTTCACCGTCTCTACATTGACAAGCATTATTTTGATTTACGGCAGATTGACTCGAATTCCAATAAAATCCTCCACTCGTTTTACATCCACATGTGGCATTACAACTAGCATAATTATAATTACTGGGACATTGATAAGTAGCGCTACAAGATACTCGTGAGCAAGTTTTACCATTACCTACATATCCATCACGGCATCTACATTCATATTTAGGTACAAGTGAACCGAATTTATTACCAAAAACACATTCAGCATTAGGATCGCAATCTCCACATCCACGAGTAAGACAAAAATCACGGCAAACAGTTGAATTATAAGGTCTTACATGAGGACAATGTACTTGTGGTAGATAAACCGCAGAATTAGCATGGAATTTATGACAAGTGGTAGTATTTCCAATATATTTACTCGGACACGGTTCCGCATTTGAAGCAACACCTGTCATATATTCGAGACATGCTGCGTATGTAGGATAAACTTGGTTAACACCAGTACAAGCAGACATAACTAGATCACAAATTTCTTCTGGACTTGATTGTGAAGTTGATCTACTAGATAAATATCTAGTAACAAGTGTATCTTGTCTAGAATAATCAATCCATACTTCAGCTGTGCAAGGTCTATATCTCAAATATTGTTCATTAACAAATCCATCAAGAGTGATACCGGAACTTTTAAATGTGTAATTAGTAATAATATTATATGTCAGAGAAATATTATCATTAGACCATTTAATAGATGCAGGATCAAGTTGACTATAAAGTTGTACACCATTTGGATCCACAGCTAATATAGCATATTCAGAGGCTACTTCAAGAGCAGAAAATGTACCAATTTCATCAATAGAAAGTAAATTAAGATATTCACTTATTTTATTATTTAGTATATCACTAGTACCATATGTTTTATATACGTTTAATAAATGTGGGACATCATAATTGGTTCTGGTCACCCAAATTTTAAGTACTTCTAATCTTTGTTGTCGTAATGCCTCCATATCAACACCTGGACAAGGATTGTATTTATAATCATTTTCTAATACTGTAGCATTAATAGTTACAATAACAAAACTTCCATTAGGGAAAAATACTTCAGCATTTATTAGCTCTGGTGATTCAGAATGATTATGATTTTGACAAGATATTGAATTTATAAAACTTAGCATAAAAAAGGTAATAAATAAAATTTCATATCTCGCCATTTTTTATTTTTCTTGTTAATAATCTTTATTAGTGTATTTTTATATTATTAAGTTTTTATTTCAATTTTTTCGCTGATCAAGTAATTGATTAATTTTTGTTTTATATTTTTGATATTTATAATAATAATTTGGTCTTGATTCAAATCCACCTGATATTGAGGTGTCATTTATATCATGATATTTATCCACGTCATTAAAATAAAACTTAACATCATTTGTGGCATAAGCCACAGGTAAAGTATCAGATGGAGAAAGAACAGGTTTAATTTTGGAATCCCAAGATTTTAAATAAAGCGGATAATTTAATATACCTTTAAGACTTTCTAATCTACAAATATCATTATTTAGGCGTTCAAAATTACCATACATTGTTCTAATTTTTGGAGGAATATAAAATGAGTAATCAATTGAATAAGGTTTCAAACCCCCATCTGATAATAATAATAAAACTTCTCTAATGGTTTGAGTATTTAATATATTTTGGATATTTTGAGACTTATATTTTTCTGAAAAATATTTTTTTAATGTTCCACCATGAGAAACACATGCAATATGTATTGTGTCATAATTTCTATTTAATATGTTCATATCAAAAACAGTAGGTAATACATATTGGTAAAATTTATTCATATCAGGTTTCCTGATATTTTTATGAATATAAAATTCTGATGAATTTGGTATTTCTTTCTCAGCCATTTTTTCAAATTCTTCCACAACTTTAAAACTCACAATGGGACCCCGTAAAAATTTAGGATCCAAAACTTGTTGAAGTGAATTAAATGCTTCAGTGATAGAAGGATCCATAATTCCTGACGAAGAACTTTCATCAATGAATTTTTGTTGTAAGATTGGTATAATATTTTTTATTTTTCCGACAAAATCACATCTTTCACCATATTCATCAATTGGTATTTTTTGTTCAAATAATTCTGGTTTGCATAATAAAATGCTATCAATAATTCTAATTATTTGTTGTGCAGAACTATTATCAACTAAAATTGACATAGATCTACGTAAATTTGATAATACATTCATGACATGAATATCGTCAAAATTTGTAATCCAGTTTCCTTCTAACCAATCTTTAATAAATAATACTTGTTTTTTAATAAATCTGATCTCAATGCAGTATTTTGATTATCATAACTACCTGTCATATTTAATCCTTCACTAATAAATGGTACCACATAAATTGTGACTCTGAATCCTCTGAAAGCTAATAATGCCGTCATAATTGCTCTAATAGTTGGTGAAACAAATATAGCATCATAATGAATTTGTAAATTCATCAATGTAGAACCGAGTAGTATTGCTTGTTGTGTACCTATAAAAGATAAATTTGGATGGTATTTAGCAAAAGCTTTCATTTTGGTACCTATTGTTTTAAATGTTTCTTTAATACTTTTAGATTCAGGTTTAATTACATTAATATTTGAAGGATTAATAGTATCATATCCTATTATTCTATTAGGATATTCATTTTTATCTAAATAATTATTACTATCCAAATTCGCGCAAGATTCAGCATGTCGTATCCAATCAATTGTTATTTTTTTAGTATGAATATCTTCTGGGAAATGATCACTTGTTAAAATGTTCATTGTGTCAAGTTCAATATTTTCCATTCTATATTATGTTATCAATATATATTTTGTATTGGTTATTAATATTATTATAATTTATAATAATATTAATAAGCACCATATGCTTTTAACATTTTGGAAGCTTTGGTAATATTATGATTTTTAGTATTCCTATATTTGGCTAAAATATGGATAGCCATTTCATTATTATTATCTTTAATGTTAACATCGGCACCATATTTTAATAATAATTTTATTATATTAAATCCATTCCTATTAATAATTTGATCACAAGCATACATTAATGCAGTTTTACCATCTTTGTCTTGTTCATTGATTTGATCCTCATCAAGTTCAAATAGTATCACGCTGGTTAATCCTTCTAATACATTTGAATCAAATTGATGAATATTTTTAATAATATACATCAAAATGGTTTCGCCATTGTTATATTTTTTATATATTTCATTAGGATTATTAATAAGATAACGATATAAGATATCTAAATCATTATATTTTTTAATTTTTGTCAATAGATAATACACATCATATTCAATTGTATTAATAGTATCGCTGGTATTGGAACCTACCATTTTAATATTAATTGTTATTCTAATAGACCAAATAATTAATGAATATTTCAATTTTTTAGTCAAGATGTTTGCAAATATCATCAATTTTATATTTAAGACTTGAAATATCAGATATAGATAAATAATCAAATATTGGAAAATTGTCCAATTTTATAATTTCATTAAGATTATTAATCATTAAATTATATTTTAAATTTACACATCTTATTCTAATATTTTCAGGATTATAAATCATTTTATTTGAATAATAAATAATTTGCGGCTTTAATTTTTTCATACAAAGTTTATGATGCACAGTTTGAGAATGTAAATTAATATATTTTTTTAAATATTTGGATGGAATTTTTTTAAAAGGCAAATCCCCAAATGTATCTATTGCCATAAAATCAGCACCATTAATAATCATTAATGTTATGATTTTGTCCACAATTTCAGTAGGATCAACACTCATACGTCTTGCGTAACTCATAATTATATATTCTTTGTGATAATTCTTAGCGTTCAAATTAACACCATAATCAATAAATAATTTAATTAAATTAATATCTTGTGCATCTGTATTTGTTATTAATGCTATTGGTGTTGCGCCTAAATGTGCTTTTGCATTAACATCAGCACCTAATTGTAATAATCGTTCACATATTTTATATCTTAAATCTCTTTTAAAAATACTACAAGCCACTAATAACGGTGTAAAACCTACACTATTTTCTAAATTAACATATTTACGATTTTTTGGTTTACTTAAATAATGATCAAATTTACAAATAAATGATTCGTCTTTATTAACACACATAATAAAAAATATTAATTTGGTAAATTTATTATCCACTAATTTTTTAGCTTCATCGTAAGATATTGTATATTTTTGTAAATATTCTATTGAAAGCATCATAACATTTAATATTTATTAATATTTTATGTCATGAATTTGAATTATTTTTTGAGTGGGAAATATTTTGTAACAAGTCTCAAACTATTATCCCAAACATGAGCACTATTAGCTGAATATCTATTTAGAGCACTAATCCAATAAGTATCACGAACTCCTTGAAGAGCCTCTAAGAAACGATAAGGAGATACTGGCCACTGTAAAGATTCTACACTAAAATAAGGAGAATAACTTCCATGTTGGAAAGTATTAACCAGACTAACATCATCTAGAATATAATCAGGGATATTTTCAAAATCTTGGTTAATGACCGAAATCATGTCACCAATATTTCTTGGACCAGTTGAAATTGCTTGTACTTGTGCTGGTCCGTAATTAATATAACGACCTACTGAAATAGCACTATCGTTAAAGGGTACATTAAATTTACTGGAAAGATCCGCATTGATTACTTGGAATGATGTTTGATCAATCGGACCAGAAACATTAGCCACGCCAGCATAATAATAATTATGTTTTACTTTACTAAAAACTGCTTCTTCAACAAGTCCAAGATCCATAAATTTTAAATTTTCCACAACAGGTGGTAATGCAACAATAAGTTTGCGACATTTATAATTAAATGTTACTTGTTTAGAGTCCTTAATCGTATACCCACGAACTTCTACAGGTTGAAAATGGAATCTTGGTCTTGTTACTTCGGTAACCTGAGCACCAGTGATGACATTGTTACAACCAATATATTCATGAATACCTTCATAAACAGCATTACATCCATTTTTAATTCTAAAACAACCTGTCGATCCTCCAAAATAAACTTGAAAAGTAGCTGCTGATGCTGAATTAAGCATAAATACAGTAGGAATATTTGTATAATTACCGTATGCAATACCTGAATTAAAACCAAATGCTCTTAAAATCTCTGCTAGAGGCTCTAGACCAAAGATAGTAGCAAAGTCACCAAAAGGCATCAGCAGTTCACTAGGTACTTTACCAGTATAAAGTCCATCATTGACCCAAGGATAAGTATATAATAATCCGTAATATGTTTGAAGTGCGATTTGAAGTGCAGTTTCATTGACATTGGGAATGGCAAGTTGTCCTGTTTCCATATTTACATAAACCATTGTTTCTGGTGATACAAGCGGAAGAGTTGAATCAGATCCTACAAATCTATTCACAAATTCTTCTGTATTAATCGACCAATTACCAATACCTTGAACATTTAGTTGTGTAGTATTAATGATTAGTTGAACACCATAATCTAACCAATCCACAGATTCTCCGCACGGAGGATCAAAATAGTAGGTATTACAATGACCACCAAGTGTACTTTGTCGTTCAATAAGAACAACATCATAACCATTATCCTTTAGAAAAACAGAAGCAGACGATCCAGCAGCTCCACCTCCTAATACGCAAACATCTCGAATACTATCAGCATTTGTGAAAGCCAAATAAAAAGTTAATGAAAATAAAGCTACAAATAATGTGTTTTTCATGGTTTAATTTAATACCATAATAATAGTTTAAATTATGCAACAAATATATTTTTCAATTTTTATTTACAAATTTTTATATGTATTAAGATCTTTATCATAAAATATATCATATTCAATTAAAAATACACCATAAATGTTTTGTATCAAAATCAAGATCCATAAGTATATCGATAATTTTATTATTTTTATTTGTTTCATATTTTTTTTTAAATAAATTTTTACGGGACTAAAATCTATCCCATGTGATATTTATAAAAAATTTGAAATTTAAATGTGTAATATATGGTATATATTATTATAATAATAGACCCGTCTCAGACTATGAGTCGTCAATGGCTTTATCCTACTCTTGATAAGAAATCATATTTCCATTTTATGAAAACAGGTGAACTTGATGAAATTATTTTAAGTTACATGAATAAACAATTCATTTCAAAAAAATTCATAAAGAATAAAAATAAACGTAACCCAAAAAATAATAGTTCTTCATCAAGAAAAAAAGGATATTGTTATTGCGGCTCTTACACAATGCGGGTATTAACTAAAGATGGTTGGATGACCATTTGTGATAATACACAACAAAGTCTGAAATTATGTAAGAAATAATGTATTTCTATGTAATAATAATTATTACATAAAAATCTTTAAAATATCTTCAAATGCTAAATTATTTCCAATTAATATATTTATTATTTTATTGTTATCTTCATTTGCAGATAAATTATTTAAATAATCTACCACATAATTAAAATTAATATTGTTTTTCACTAATAAATCAATAATTTCCATTTTTTTATTTTTCAAAACATAAATTAACATTTCTTGTGTTTCCCTTTTTGTTGTATCTACATGAAAACCTAATTCCAATAATGTTTTACACACATTTGTATCATTATGATAACATGCCACATTAAATAATTCATGATCAGAATTAATATCAAAATCATTTTTAACTAACCATTCAATCATCTCCATTTTTCCAAATTTACAAGCTATTTTTAATGCTGCATCTGGATATGTGGATTTAGTTTTGATGTCATAACCTAAATCTAGGAATGCTTCCATAAATTTTATTAATCCACATTCTGCTACCACAAATATAGTATTATCATTTGGTTTAATATTACCATTTGAAAATTCACTTAATGTCATATCAAGATAATCATTAAAACATCCACTATAATATAATCGATATATTATAGTATTTATTGTATCAATACTTACTTTATGTAATACATCAAGAAATCTTATTTCATTTATCATAAAATTACCTATTATTTCATTCCAAGCATTATTACATTCTTGATTACCTATACGATTTGTATAATTCATTTTGATTATTAATAAATATGATCATCATATTTATTAAAAAATATTTCAATTTTATTTGTCATTACATAAAATTTTTACAATAGATAAATAATGTATATCATTATCTATTAATAATTTTATCATTTTTTCATCTTGTTCAGAATTAAAATTTTTTGCATTTAATTGCTCCGAAATATCGTATATATTTAAACCATTCAATATTAAAAAATTAATCATATTTATTCTACGCGTTCTTATAAGATAACATATAGCATTAATGATTTGTGGATCATTATAATTAATTATCATTCCCATATTTAATAATACTTCTAACATTTCACAACGACAATTAAATATTAATAATGGTATTATTTTTAATATATTATTATCAAGGGTATTCACATTAAACCCAAACCTTATTAATATACTCAGTGCGTTATGATTATTATTTTTAATGATATTTGGTATGCGTTCAATTATTTTAATGTCTGTTTTATTTGGTGTGTATCCATAATTTAATAATAATAAACAAAAAGGTTCAAAAAGATAATAATCACAATATTTAATAAAAATTTCATTCATTTTATTTATTACACCATAATCTAATAAAAATTTAACGGTACAATATATTTTTTCTTGTGTACAAAAAGCAAAATCATAGAAACACATCATTAATGCTTCACCATAATTCGTATTTGGGGTATTTAAATCTACTCCAAATTCTACTAATTTTTTTAATACATCTAAAAATGAATATTTACAACAATGATAAACTAAATAATCAACTAGTTTATTATTATTTTCATACAATAAATCGCATAATATACTAATATACTCTTGATTTATTGGATCCAATATGTCTAAATTATTAAAGAATTTATAGATATTTACATCATTATATTCGATGGCTTTAATATTATCCAAAATATAATTTTCAAAATTTTCGCGATTGTCCGTAATATTTTTGATAATACATACCATATTTTATTTATTAAATTACTTTATTTTTAAATAATATAATTTAACGATGGATTAACTTGCATATAGTTCGCGTATCAAGTTCATGATCTAATAATATATTTATAGTATTTGTAAAATATTCATCGTCTTTTACTTTATTAATTTCCTGAACAATATCATGCAAATTTAATCCATGATTAATAAGTAATTGGAGGACCTTATATCTATTGTATTTAATAATGGATAAAATACTTTTTTTTACTTGTAGATCAGAAAAATTTATTTGTAAATCACATTCATTTAATAAAAATTGTAAAGAACGTTCATCGTTAATATATGAATAAATCATTTCCATCATATTTTTATTAGAATAATCAATGTTATAACCATATTTTAATAATTCACGACAAACACAATAATTTCTATATTCAATAGCGCAAATAAAATCTTCGTTAATATTTAAATTAAAATCATTATCAAGTAAAAAATTTATAACATCTTTATATTCGCATATATTGTCATTACATTCAAAATGAGTACAAAATTTAGATATATATAATATTGGATCAATCACATAATTAGGATAATCAAAATTTTCTGTATCAATATCAAAATTATATTCCAGCATTAATTTAATAGCTTTCAAATTATTATAACGCACACAATAATTTAATATATACAGCATATGTTTAGGTGTTTTATTAAATACTTCATGACACAATATTTTAAAGTATTCCTCTTTATATGGATTAAAAATAAAATCTGCACAGAGGGTAATATGATCCTCAGATATAAAATCTTTTTCATTAAAGAATTTTACAAATTCCTCGTAATTTTTAGAATCAACAATTTCGCACAATTTTGTTAAACTCATTATTTATTCTAATTTTAAAATATTCTCACAATAAAACTTTTTTATTCAATATTTTATTGTAGCAATAATTTTATTAAAGATGTGGTATCAATATTAGTATTTGATAATATTTTGATTAAATCTTCATCTCCGGAAGATTTTAAATTTTTTTCTCTTGATATTTTCAAAATATTATCAAAATTAACACCATTTTTTCTCAATAAATTTAAAATTTTTATAATATTGGTTCTTTCAATGCCTCCATTATCTATGGTCCAATAGTTAATATTCAATTCTAAAGAATGCATAAAATACTTTTTTATAATATGACATATAGATTCTAAAATTATTGGATTGGTATCATCAATTATCAATCCAATATCAATCAATAATGTTAATACATTTATTTTACGAAATTTTATGGCATTACAAATAGCGTTAATAATTTGATCATGGGAAAAATTTATTTCAAACCCTAAATCTAAAAATATTTTTAGTATATCCACATTATCATTTGTTATACAACATGATATACAATTAATAAATTGTGGATTGGATTGATTTGGTATATATCCATAATTCATTATCAGTTCACATAAATTTTTATTTCCATCAGAACAACATTTCATAAATGCGTATTCCATATCCGATACACTACCATTATCTAATAATAATTTAGTACATTCTAATGACAATTTATTAGTATTACCAGCAAAATAACATGACAATATATATTTGGGTAAAGTTTTTGGAGTATTTAAATCTACGCCCATATTGATTAATTTTTCTAAAATGTTGGTCATGGCATTTGCTGCACAAAATAAAGTAAAAAATTCAATTGCATAATCATTTAACAAATATAATAAATTAATTAACTTATCAAGAAAATATTCTTTCTTTATATTGTCTCCTAATTTGTAAAAAATTTTTATATAATCACTAAATAAATTTGCGAACATTTTATTTAGAACATCATTATTATTAACTTTTGATTCAACATATTTTTTAAATTCAGATAAATTTTCTGTTTCTACAATGTGAATAATATTTAAATCGGACATTATTTTTTATCCTAAATAAATTAAGATAAAAATAAAATTAATCAATTTTTTAAATTAATACCACAAAATAATTTAATAATAGTAATATAATCAATATCTAGACTTAAGAGTAAATCAACAGTTTTTTTGTCCTTATCTTTAGAAAAGGGAAAATTACCAAGTTGATTAATTACATTATTAATATTAATACCATTTTTTATTAATAAATTTAATTTTTCATAACTACGATTTTTAATTAAGGTACATATTGAATTTAACACAGTAGGATCAGATTCATTAATTTTAAGACCATGGTCAAATAACAATTGTAATACTTCTATATTTGTAAGACATGCTGTATGAAAAATATTATTTGGATTTATATTTAAGTCTGCGCCATTTTTTAATAATAAATCTAACATTTCTTCGAATTGATATAATTCACAAGTATATAAAATAGCCCTTCCCGGATAAGTTTTTGGTGTATTTATATCCACACCTAAATCTATTAGTTTATTCACAATAATAATATTTTTCATTTCAACAGCACGAAATAATAATTCATCTATTTTATTAATACCATAATCTTTTGCAATATGATAATATATTTCCACACAATCATATCTATTAAATTCAATAATGTCTTTAATAAAATAATAACAATTATCACTAATCAAATAATCATTTAAAAACATTTTTCTTATGGAATCCTCTATATTTTCAAAATCAATCATTTTATTTGATTTATTTATGTAAAAATTAAATAAACAGATAATTTATTCAATTTTTTATATAGATCGTGGTCGTGGATATGACATATTATGTATTAATATATGTGCATTTTTTTCTTTAACACCTTGTGATACTAATAAATCAAACAATCCAATATTTCTGTATTTTCTTGATTCTAACTCTACAAATTGATTAATAAATAATAAATTTGCACCATTATCTATTAATAATTGGAGCATTTCGTAATTATTTCTTCCAATTGTTCTTATGATTAAATCCAATACTTCTTTACAATTAAAATCAATATTAATTCCATATTTTAATAAATATCGACATGTTTCTATTTGATCACTATTACATGCTTCTCGAAAACTTTCTGCATTATTATAATTTGGATCCAATCCAAATTCAATCAAAAATTTAACCATTTCTAAATTACCACACATACAAGCTATTACCAATACTTCATTTGGTCTATCTGGTATCATAATATTAAATCCCAGATCAATTAATTGTTTTATATATTTAGTATTAGGAAGTTCAGCTGAACCTGTTATTAATATTTGTTTCATTTTAACACCAGTATCGTATTCTAATTCTAAATTTATTTCCCCAAAATTTATTTTTTTAAATAGAATATCAATAAATTTTTCACATTGATATCCTTCTATTGTTCGTGTTCTAAATAACTGAAACAACCTAGCCATTTCTTTTACGTCTAAAAGTCCAATTATTTCTTCAAATAAAGTAACATTATCTTTTGTAATTGCGTTGCGTATTTTTGATAAATTTGATTCGTGGTAATCAATAAAGGGCATTCCTAGATCATCTTGTACAAAATATTTATTTAATTCCTCTTCTATTTTCAATTCAGTTTCATTATCAGATACTAACATTGTTACATATATTATATGTAATAATGTTTATATGAATATTTATTTAACAATAACCAATTTAATGATATTTTCCAATTCAACTCCTGAATCAACTAATATGTTTATCAAATCTCTATTTTTTTCTTGTACCTCTATTTTTATGTTATTAATAAATGATAAATCAATACCCTTTTTTAGTAATATTTTTAAATGATTAACTTTTCTATAACAAATTAAATATCTTACACCTTCGATAAAATATTTATTATGATAAACTACTTCGAATCCACTATCTAAAATTAATTCTAATATTATTGGATCACGATATTCACATGCGGTTTTAAATAAAATACCGTTATTATAATTAAGATCAATATCCTTTTTTAATATTTCTTTTACTTTTTTAATTTCATATTTTTCTTGTCCGGCAGTAATACACCTTTCAATTATTATTACTAACAAATGAAAATATTGTTCCGAAGTTAAACAATCACTTTCTATAAGTTTGTTAAGTAATTTTTTACCCAAATAATTACGAAAAAGTTTTAATGATTTTTCATTTATTGTCAAGTATCCATTTAATATGGCATTGACTATTACTTGATGAAAATCCACATTTTTATATTCCAGTGTCCAATATATAATACATATAGAATCTTGTTCACTAATTTTTGATGATAATATTTCTTCTATTTTCTCAACATCATTATCTTTAAATATTTGTTTTAGTTCTTTATTTGATACATGCATTTATATTAATAATCTGTTTATTAATTAGTATAACTCATTAAAGATAATATTATTATCTTTAATAAATTCAATTTTATCAATTCACCAAAATTTACCCACTAATATTTTTATTATATTTTCCAATTCAATACCTGAATCTTTTAAAAAATCGATATATTTTTTGTCGTGATCATACATTTTAATTTCTACATCATTAATAAAAGATAAATCAACACCATAACTATTTAATAATTTTAGTTTGTTTATTTCCTTCTGCTGCATCAAATATATAATACCTTCTATAAAATGTTCATTACGGTAATTTATTTCATATCCATAATCTAAAAATAATTTTAATTTTTTTTCGTTTCTCGAACTACATGCGGATCTAAATAATTTCCCGTTTTTATAATTTGGATCGAGACCTTTTTTAAATAATAATTCTATTATTTCAACGTTTTCATTAAAAACGAAATATGATAATAATTCATATTCTAGTTTAATTGATAAACAATCACTTGTTATTAATTTTTTTGTAAAATCAATACTTTCATGTGAACTTATTATTTCTATAGATGTTTTATCCATATAAATATTTCCGTCAATAATAGCGTCAAATAAAATATTATGAAAACATGATGTACCATATTTTAATGTTTTATTTAAAACATCATAACTATCTGATTCATTTAACTTGGATGACAATATTTCTCTATATTTATCCAAATCATTTTTTACAATTATATTTTTTATATTATTAGATAAATCGGAAGACATTTATTATTAATAATATTTATTTATTAACAATAAGACAATAATATTTTTCAATTTTTTAAACCAAACAAATTATCTATTTCTTTACTTAAATGTTGTTCAATAACATCAAGAGTAAAATTTGGATCAGTAAATATACTTTCTTTTATAATATTTTCATATACATCGTCATGTTCATCAATATATTTAATATGATTAATTAAATCTTCGTTGGTAGCAAAATCAGGAATATAAACAAGTCTTCTTTTATTAATGTATTTAAATATTTCACTATCTCCCCAATATATTGGAATACTATTAGCAATCATTGGATTGATTAATTTTTCGGTATTGTACCCAGGAATCATGTTATTTTCAATGGCTAAAACAAATTTATATTGAGTAAAATATTCAACAGCTATATCATTGTATGTTTCTTTGTTATTAAGAACATATCTTGTATTTTTTATTTCAACATTATTACAACATTTACCTAATGCATCCACATGTTTATAACTTGAAATAATATTAAAATAATTTATTCTGTGAGGATAAGACATATGATACATATATGCGCAAAATTTTGTTTTTGGTATTACGTAATCTAAATAATTTATAGATTTTTTATGTTCGTGTAAACTAGAAAATAAAAATGGATGATAAATTGTGTATTCTGCATTTGAATTTTTCTTTGTATCAATCGCGATATCATATTTTTGTTTACGATTAAATGGTTCTCCTGATATTATTATATTTAACTTAGTTATATCGTAAAACAATTTACCATCATTAATATTATCAATAATAATATCAGCATCATTATTATCTTTAACAATATCATAATTTGGAATATTTTTCAAAATAATATTAACCAAATGTTCTGAATAATTTATTGTGTTATTATTTAGAAAAATTCTAATTGGTCGTTCAAGTAGTCTTAAATTTTTTAATTTATTTTCCAAACTAAAATAAGATTTTTTAATATATATACCATCATGTGTATAATATTTGTCATGTAAAACAATAAATTTATCAAAATCCGTAAGTGTATTTTTTAACCAACCATATGTATTAAAAGCAACACATTCCGGAGTCATATCAGCGGCTCTTTTTAATGTGGGTATATCTGCACAAACTTCTCTAATATCACCATAAACAGAATCGCGATTTGATAAAAATACATAATCATCATATTGATAATTATTGAGTAATTTATTATATTTTATTCTTTCATAATCATGTTGTATATCACTATCGACATAATGTATGGAATGTTGTACAGCATCGGTAAATACTAAATGTGGATGACTTTCATACATCGGTACTCCTGATCTAAACATTAAATAATCTATTACTATACGAATTCCATTACAGGAAATATATCCTACAAGATATTCAGCTGCTGATTTAGTTATGATATAACCAAATGCCCCTCCACAATATAAATCTCTACTTAAGTTATGAACAGAATATGAAGTATCATATTGATATAAATGTTTTGTTTCCGCTCTCTTTTCTAATTCCAGAGTCATTCCTAAAAGAACAATTCCATGACCAGGACTTTTATCCAATATTTTTTCCAATGCACTTTTAAAATCATTTCCAAAATTTATATCATCTTCAATGACTAAATATGTGTTATAATCTGGATCGTTTATTAATTTTTTCCAAATAGTATAATGACTAAGTGCACAACCGGTTACACCTCTTCTAAGTAAACCAGAAACACTATGTTTAAATAAATTTAGTCTTTCATCATCTGGATCTATTTTACTACCATCTATTGCTTCAAAAAATTCAAAATTGTTAATATTTTGGTTTATTAACTTATTTGTTATAAGATCTTTTCTATCTTTTCTTCTCTCAAGATTAATACAAACTATTTTGAATTTATCCATTTATAAATAATAATAAATACAATTCTTTTTATATTTATTATTAAAACGATTAATTCAAGTATTTTAATGCATCAAATATTTTTAAATGAAAATCTTTCTCGTCATATATTTCAAAATAACTTATTATTTGTGGAAAATTATTTTTTACATATTCATAATCATAACTATTCCATTTAATTAATAGTAAACTGTATCTTAAAGAACCTGGTGACATTAATATTGCTTCTGATCTTTTAAATATTTTATTTGAAATGATTCTAATTATTGTTTTATATTTTTCAATTTCTAAAACTTTATCGTATAAATCTTGTTCAATTTTATTTTGACAAAAAATATTAAATCCTTTATTATCTTTTATAAAAACATTACAATTATGTACCAAAAGTATTTTTATCATATTTTTAATCTTCTTATTTATGTCATATAAATCATAATCGTCAAATACCTTACTATTCAAGAGTATCATCAAAGGTGTTTTTCCATTATTATCCTTTGCATTAATATCAGCACCATATTTAATAAATAACTCTGCAAATTGATAATCATTTTGATATATAATTTGATGTAAAACTGGATTAATGCAACCATGATTTATATTTGCACCGTATTTTAATAATAATTCTAGAAATTGATATTTGTTTTCATTATATTTATTAACTATGCATAAATATAAGGGACTAAATTTTCCAAAACACATATTTGGATCCGCACCATTAGATAATAAACACTCAAAAATTTCCACATCATGATTATATTGTCCACCTTCAATATAAGGATTATTTTTTTGACATAATTCAAATATTAGTGGTGTGATATTATTTATATTAGTTTTATTTATTTGTCTAGGATGATCTTTTATATAATCTAAAATTAAATTTTTTGGAAATTTATTTTTATTAAATAATATGTACATTAGTTTTGTTGTAGTAGTGTAACTAGGTTCACAAATTAAAGACAAAGGATATAACTGACCTGAATTATATTCTAAAAACATGGATGTATATTTATCTGATATCATTATAAATAACTAATCATTAATTATTTATATATCAAGTCTACCAATTAAAATAGGATGTATTGATTTGTCAATGTATTTTGATTTATTGCTTAAACTCCAAGAATATCCTTGGATTCTACCAAGAGGATCAGTATATATTTTAATATAACCAGATCCTAAACCGGTTATTTTATCTTCACCATCAATATATCTAGTATCATATTTTCCGTGGGGACTAGCAGTTTGATCAATAATATTAACACGCCATTGATTTGCAGGTGCATTATTTCTATTATTGGGATTTCTAGGATTGTAACCTGAATTATTTTCCAAATGAGAATAAATATGTTCTGGATCATTATTAATCATCATAATATGTCCAGTATCATCACCTTTACTTGTTCCAGGTGGAAATTTTGCAACAATAAAATCTCCAACACGGGCATCTTTAATGTTATTAATTTTGGTAAAACCATTTTGTCTATTAATTATTTTATAGTAAGTAGATGCAAAAGGTCTTTTAACACCAAACCATTCTTCAAATTCTCGATTAGGTATACCATAACTTTTTTTTAATAAAGCATTTATAAAACCACTACAATCAGTGATGCTAAGATATATATCTCTATCATCATGATCACCCCACCATACTGGTCCATTAGTATGTTCATATTCAGTTTGACCATTGCCGTTCATTATTTCTTTTAGTAATAATCTTGCCCATGCAACTTGTGATGGTAAAATATCTGACCGTGATGTTCCACTTAATCTACTCCGCGGATAATCTACGTGTTCTTCCATATTATATATATATTAATAATATTTTTTACCACTATTAATTATGTTGTTAAGATAATAACATAATTAACTATGTTTTCGCAGAATAGATAAAACACAATCCTCATTTTTACAGGGTACATTTTTACATTCCCATCCATGTTGCTCCATATTTCGTATAGTTTTCATAATTTTTTTACCTTTTTTACTCCGATAATCTATACAATGAGATTCTAAAGAATCCGAATCAAAATCTATATCAAAATGATCTAATAAAGGATATCCAGAATCAGAAATTACAATAAATTGTTGTTCTCTAATATTACTTATTATGTTATAAATGTTACAATTAGGATTTAAAGTATAAAGATCTCCAATGGTTAAATCAGGTAAAATTTTATCACTACTTAAAGTATTAATATCAAGATCTCCATAAATAGGATAATATTCATATTTTCCATATTCAACACTCGTTTCATATTCAACAGTCATTTTAATTGACACTTTTTTGAACGAGTCAGATAATTTTTCCAAAACTTTTTTAGAATCATCATCAGATAATGAAGAAATTAATTCTTTTACGTATCTATTATCCATTACATAATCCATAAAATATTCATTATTTTTGTTTGCTTTAATTTTTATAATAATTGCATTTTTTTTATCATCAATATGTTTCAAATCAAAATATATTTTCAAAGTTCTCAAAAATATATTAGCATGTTGAAAAGATTTAAATAATGTTTTAAGTCTTCTAGATTCATATCCTGAAATCATATCTCTAATAAAATTACCATAACAACAAGCTTCTTCATCTCTTATTTTTTTAAAGATAAGATCAAGAATAATTTTTTTAGCATAGTACTGAAAAGTGTTGTCAGTATTATGCTCTTCAATAGCATGTTCTTCAGTACTACTTGAATCCGCTTCCATAGCGTACTCTAATAATAAATGAGATATCAATATCACGACTGGTAGATATATTTGATTATGGTTGATTGATATTATTATCCAAAAAATAATGAACAGTCTAAAAAGTTATAAATTCAAATTTTTATTTGTCCAATATACTTGCTAATTTTAAATAACCATTTTTGAGTGCCCATTCATGAGCTTGATAATTTTTTGAACTTTTATCAGCACCTTTTTCTAACAAATATAAGACAATTTCATAATTACCATTAAAACTAGCCCATCTTAAAGCTTCATTATCATTTGATGATATATCTGCACCATTATTTATTAAATAATTTACAATATTTAAATGACCTTTACATGATGCATATCTTAGGGCCCAATTATTGTGAGCATTTATATCGCATCCTAATGATACTAAATATTTAACTATTTTAAAATGTCCGGATTCTGCAGCAACTGCTAATAATTCATCATTATTATCTCTTAAATTAGTTCCATATTTATTTAATAATTTCAATATATCTAAATGTCCATTTTTAGTTGCACCATATGCAGATAAATAACAATGAATATATTCAATTAAACTTAATAAATATTTAGCTATTTCAATGTGTCCGTTTGAACAAGCTTTTCTCAATGCGTGATACATTTCAAAATCATATTTACCACCATTAACACATAAATATTTTACAATATTTAGGTGACCATTTTGTGAAGCCAAAATCATACCAGATGAAAAAATATATATTATTTGTTCATTATACATATATTGATTTATATACGTATCAACCAATATTTTTGTAATATCATAATAACCATAATAACATGAATGCATTAAAGCATAATTATTTTTTAATGTGATATCAGCTCCCATTTTAATTAATAGTTTTAACATTTCATGATGTTTATATTTAGTACAATATTTAATAGCACATCCATTTTTATAATTAATATCAACACCATTTCTAATCAAAAAATCAAGAATTTCTATCAATCCATTTATACATACCCACCTAATTATATGATGTCCAGTTAATTTATAATTAACTCCACTATTTAATAAATATATATGTGTATTAATGTGTTTAATATCATGTGCTCCATATTTAATTTTTTTATCTTGATTAATTGTAAACGGAATAACATATAAACATGATGGTAAGTGTTTTAATACATTATTTTCATTAGTAATAATTATTTCGTCTTGTTTAATTATTTCGAAATACATTCGATATATCTTTGTTTTTTGATAGTACACATTTATATATATATTTATTCAATTTTTTTTCGTAAAAAGTAGTGCATCATATCATTAACTTTTTCATCATTAATGTCTCGTTTATTTTTCTGTTTTATTGGAACATATATATTTTTTATTATATCATTATACATTTGATTGGATATTTTGTAAGATTTATCAGCTGGATTTTTATCAATATAATAATCTATTTCTTTTCCCGAATTACCTATTAATTCAACTTCAATTCCACCAGATAAGTCTTTTACATGATCATTAAAATTTTCTTTTTCACAAATTTTATAATAAACTAGATGATTTTTATAATAATCATCATAAAATTTTTCTAGAGATTTTAATAATATCTCCGAATTAATATTATTACCATTAGGTTTAATAAATTTATTACATACATAATATTTTCCATTTTTTAATTTTTTGAAAAACCAATGCAATTGTTTTTCAATGTTTTCATTAATATTAATTCTTAAATAATTAATATTCATTACATTTAAAATATATTGTTGAAACAATAATTTAGTATTATGATTTATATTTTGATTTTGATTTTCAAGATTTATAACAAAGAGTATTAATCTATTATTTTCTTTTAGAACTCCAAAAAAATCATAAACAAAAGTATTTGAAATAGTAATATTAGGTAATTTATTTAATTGTTCTGTAGATTTATTTGACAATTTAAAAGTCCATTTAGGAATATATGACATAATATTATTTCTTTTGAAATCCTTAAGATATTTTAATACAAGAAGTTCATGTTTATTATATTTTTGTACAAGTAAAATATGCTCGTTATTTATTTTATTAATTTTTACACCACGTTTGTAATAAAATCTGTATCTTTTCATATATTCATACATAAAACCAATTGTGTCGGGAATATATGTATCTTGTAAATATGTTATGTGTGTTATTTGTTTTTCATAATTTTCTTCATCAAAATATTCACATATTTGATGTATCGAAGTTATTTTTTTAATAGGTTTATGAAAACAATATTCAATAAATTTAGGATCATTAAGTAATTCCTGTTTAGTTTCAATGAAAGATAAGTAAGCATCCAACATATTTTTTGACCGTGATACTGACATTATTAATTATTTAACAAATATATTTTTTAAATAATCAATAAATATTATAAAAATATATAATTTTATTTTACTTATATGGATTATTCTCAAAAGTATTATCAATTAGAAAGAAAATACAATGTTCTTGAATTTAAATATAACAATGAAAAAGATTTGAGAAAAAAATTAAATGAATATATTATATATCTTGAATATCAAATTGAAACATTGAGTAAACTTAATAAAATATATTCACAAACAAATTCAAACATTTTAAATATGTTGATAAATGATAATAGTATAAATCATAATCAAGAAATTATTAATCGCATTGATAATTCCTTAAAACATGTAAATAATGATTCAAGTGAAGAATCAAATACATCTTCTGAATTTGAAAGTAATGATAGTTACACTACCGGTAGTGAGTATGATATTTTATCTGATGAGAAGGTTAATGATTTATTAAATTAATTTATTATTATTAATATAATCAAATAATTTATCAATAACTTCTTTGTAAGGATTGTATAACAAATAACAAATATTTTTTTCCTCAATTATAATATGATTCAAGCTGTCTTGATGTCTTGAAATTTTAAATTCAATATCTGGAACGTTAAATATTAATAATTTAGATGCAAGTGCATAAAAATAAGAATTAACCAAATAACCATAATCAAAAAAATCCCATTTGTTATTATTATGAATGTAAAGTTTGAAAAAAAATTTGTTGGTTGTATTATCCATAATATTAATAAAATTTTGCTGACACGTTATGGATAAATTTCTTTTATGTTTTAAAAGATTATATACAGAATCAGATCCAATAAAATCATTTTCAAGTGCAAAAATAATAACTTCTTTATATTTATTCATATAATGTAATTATATGAATACATATTTAAATGAAATATATTAATATTTCATTTTTTTGAGTTGTAAAAAATTTTTTGCATAAACATTTGATCTTGATGACACATTAATTGTTCTATGAATGATAAATAATTTGTTTGATGATATTGATCACTAGATCTATTTCATCACTCAAATGCATCATTAAAATGTCAAATGGATGAGAAAATGATGATTCTTTAATAGAATTATTTTTTTTGCTCATTTACTATAAATTTATATGTACTATTCAACAAGTGAATATATTATACTTATTTATTAAAGATAAACCAATATTTTTAAAATTCAATTTTTTACTTGTCGAAATAATTACACATTCGTATAATTATGAAAAATAGTTCTTTGATATATTCTTTCAAAAATTTTTGTGGTTTTATTATTGTTTAATTTAATTATGGTATTATTAATATTTCCACCGAATAATTCAAAATATGTATATCCATTTTTTGTATAAATAGATAATTTATTATCTGGATCATTTATTAAAATCTTGTATGAAATATTTTGTTTACAGGCTATCCAAATATTATACCAATCCTCCACTGATATGTTTTTTTGTGTAAAATAAATAACAATAGAATTAGAATTTGAAAATATTTCTAATTCAATATCTGGTGGATAAAAATTATTGTTATCATAATATATTTTATCATCATAATTATTAATACTATGGTAGAATGATAATCGAATCATTTTTAAATAGTAATTATAAACAAAGAATCAATAGATTTAATTATTCAATTTTATGCGTTCCGGAATATTTAGATAATATATAAATAATATTTAGAATGCAGTCAGAGAACGGACAACACTTTCTCTCTTTGGGAAAAGAGGGAAACTGTTTAATTAAACAGTTCAACGAAAATTTAGTAAACAAGTTAATTGGCGTTATTGGTCCCAAAGGTAAAGGTAAAACAATATTTATTAAAAATTTAATAAACGATCTTTTGTGTAAAAATAATAATATAATTTTTGAAATTATAATTGTTTCATGTAAGGAAAAAAATTCAGATTATGATTATTTGGAAGGAAAAAAATATTTGACATCCCAAATATCTGATGTTTGTAAATATGCTCTCAATGAAAAATTTAATAACCATAAAATTATTATTTTTGATGATTGTATTAATCTTGACATGATTAATGACACATTAATATTTAATAATAAATATTATAATTCAACAATTATTATAAGCAATCAAGTAATAACCAAACCTTACATGATAAATAATTTGAATTATGCATTTTTTACAAAAACATTAACAAAATCTTCAATAAAAAGCGTCTATGATAGATATGTGGATAATTTTATGGATTATAAAACTTTTGAAAGAATATTTATGATTTGTACTGAAAATTATAATTTATTAGCGATTAATAATTTTGAATCATTAAATAATTCCAATAAGATTTCATTCTATAAATCAAGACTACAAATCACAACAAATAACAATTATATTTTACCTGATATTTATGAATTAATGCCTGAATTAATTAATTCAGGAGATATTAAAACAGTGAAAAAAAAATTAATAAAGCAAATTAATGAAATTAAAAAAATTATTATACAACAATCTAATAAATTAGATGAATTATGTTTAGAATTAGACAATTTACTTGGTGACTAGAGATAAATATTTTATATTTATTTTATTTTGCAAAGCAAAACAAAATAATACATTTTGGAATATGTTATACTCATTTTTGCAAAGCAAAAATGAATATACATACACAAAATGTTTCTAGGCGTAATATTTACAGCTTTGCTGTAAATAATACCCTAGAACATAATATATATACATTCATGAGAAATATTGCGATAATATATCCCAACCAACTATTTGAATTAGATTACTTACCCTATAATATTAATGATATTGATTTTTTTATAATTGTAGAGGATTCTTTATATTTTAGAGATAAAGAAAGGAAATTAAATTTTAATATGTTAAAATTAATTTATCAACGTGCTTGTATGAAATATTATGAAAATTATTTATTGGAAAATAAGTTAGATGTTATTTATTTAAATTGGGACAAAAATCATGATAATTTATTTCATTTTATTAATAAAGAATACGGATCAAATAATAATTTGTATATTATTGATCCTGTGGATAATTTATTATCAGAAAGGATAAATAATTTTTCCAAAAAATTTAATCAAAATATTATTTATCATGACACACCTGGTTTTTTACTAACTAGAAATGAATTAGAAGATTATTATAATTCTACTAATGAGAACAAAAGATTTTCACAAAGAAATTTTTATATTTGGTACAGGAAAAAATTTAATATTTTAATGGATCAAAATAAACCTTTGGGAGGAAAATATTCATATGATAAATTTAATAGAAATACGGTTCCTGGAAAAAATTTAAAAAATTTTATTATTGATAATGATATTACATCGTCATTTAAACCATATAATAATAAATTTTATGAAGAAGCAATCAATTATTGTGAAAAAACTTTTGAAAATTATTATCCAATAAATTACAATCCGGATAATATATATTTATACCCTGTAACACATAAAGATAGTAAAAATAATTTCCAAAATTTCTTACAAAATAAACTTAAATACTTTGGTGAATATCAAGATGCTATAGATTTTAATCAAGTATATATGTTTCATTCTGTCATTTCAAGTCAACAAAATATTGGCTTATTAATACCACAGTGGGTCATTAATAATACTATAAATAATTTCAATAATAGTGATGATGATAAATTATATGATACCGAAGCATATATTAGACAGTTAATCTGGAGAGAATATTCTAGATTATTATACGTATTTATTGATAAAGAAATGAGGAAAAACTATTTTGACAATGATAGGAAAATAACTTTAAAGTGGTATGAAGGTAATACAGGTATAATACCTGTGGATTATGCCATTAAAACAGCATTTAGATACGGATATATACATCATATTATCAGATTAATGATAATGTGTAATTTTATGAATTTATGTCGTATACATCCTGATGATATATATAAATGGTTTATGGAATTTAGTCTAGACAGTTATGATTGGGTAATGACTAATAATGTTTATTCAATGGGATTATATGCAGATGGAGGTTTAACGACAAGTAAACCATATATATCTTCAAGCAGTTATGTATTAAAAATGTCAAATGCTAAAAAAGATGGATATTGGAATATCATATGGAATGTATTATATTATAATTTTATAGCTCAAAATTATGACAAATTACATGGTAGGGGAAAAATGTATCAATCACATTGGAATAGACAACGTAATAAGCAAGAAATAATGAAAAATGCGGAAATATTTATTAATAGTGTAACTGAATAATATTAATTTATAAATTGATATTATTAGAAATAAATAACTTGGTCTTTGACGATGCTACCAACAAGTCCGTCAGTATTTTCATCATCAGCACTTGTAAAGAATATTTCACTGAAATCTGAATAATGAGGTGCCATACCTCTTGCGCCTTCTATAACTATTGGAAGACCTGCTTGATTAAGCATAGGACCAACATATCTTCCATTACAATCAAAAACATTAAAACGTCCATCACCTCTGTTACACACAATAAAAGATCCAGGAGGGAATCCACATTCAGGAGGAGCAGGAATCATACCCCAGGGATTATTAAGAACACCTCGACTTGTGAATCTTCTTACAAATGTACCATCAAGATTGAACACAGATATAAAACCATTTCCTGCACCATCTATAGCTTGAAGAGGGATAGAAGGATCTTTTCTTGCATATAAAATATATAATAAACAACCAATATTAACAATATTAGATGGAGCAAAATCTATTGGAATAGGATCTGAACTATCACCATCAATAAAATTAAAACCAAATAATCTGTTATAATTGCTGTCAAAAACATCAATTTCATTTTGATAAAAATCTGCAAGATAAAGTATATTATTGGCAACAGCTAAACCACGATACACATTAATTTCACCTGTTAATTGCTGATTAATTTGACATTGAGCAACAAGTGGATCTACTTGAGGATTATATACTTCAACTGTACCATGTTCTGTACAATTTATTAATACACCAGCTTTTGTAAACGAAGCATTTCCCGTATTAAAACCATAACCACAATTTATCGCTATTCCGGTAGGATGAGATGAATTTTGGACAGCACTTCTTACTGTAACAGATCCAAGTAATTTATTACCAAATAAATCATAATTAGTAATTGAATCAGTTCCACTATTAACTATCCATAATTGATTATTAAATATAACAATACCCCAAGGATTAACTAAATCAGGATCAGTATGAGAAGCGTGATTCACACGATTGGAAATCAAATAATTTATTTTCCATGTTGTGACAGCTCGTCTAGATCCTAGTGGATTCACTAAAGGTTGAATTCCACAAGCATTTTTCCAACTGGGATCGCAAAAAGTTCTTAATGGACAAGGATCATTTAATGGCATCATTGGTGTTGGAGGAGGAGGAAGTACTGATGCTGGACCAGGTATTCCAGAACAGGGTCCACAATTTCCAGGTAAACTTGAAACTGGTCTTGTAAAAGTATTAAAACCACATCGATTATTGTTCATCATTACATAAATATAATTAATAAAAAATAGAAAATTAATTAAGTTTATAATCCATTTATATTCTAAATATTTTATACTTATAAATTTCTATATTATCAACTACATTTATATTTGTTTCTATTGTTTTATAATAATATTTTTATCAAAGTGATTATTAGAATTATTAATATTATATTTATTATTAATATTATTAACCATTTATAATTCATAAAATGATATACTGGACTCGGATTGGGTGATGGATTTGGTTGAGGTGTATTTGTTGTTATACCATATTGACTGCAATCTTGTGATTGATTTATTGTAGTCGATCCTGCAATATTACTATTATTAATATCCACAATAGATAAACATTGTGGTATTGGACAATTATCTAATTCGTTGTTTTTAAAAGCGCTGTTAATACATGCCGGAAGTAAACAATTTGGACGAATAGAACCAAGATTTAAATTTGGAAATTGTCCTTTTATACTTTGTTCAAATTCTTGATAATATTGATCTGGCATATTACATGCACATATATTATAATCTTTTTGATCAATTGTCAAAGGTAAATTAAAATTGCTTAAACCTCCCGTTGGAAATTTTCTGGAGCAATAATCTTGCATATACGTAGTAATTTGTTGTGTTGCTCCATTTTTTGTTATATAATCACTAATATAATTATAACACATATCATTGTAAATATTATCCGTTCCCATTTTAGTGCAAAAATTTATTAAATTAACTGTTTCTTAAAATCTATTTAAAACAAACACCTATTTTTTTTATCATAACTGATATAAACATTATTTATTATTTAATGATTAATGTCGTATGTCAGTTCCAAAGAAGCACAAGCCTTCTTCAAAGTTTCTGACCAAACTCTTAGAAGATGGGCTGACAATAACCAAATCAAAACTAAAGTCACTCCCGGTGGACATAGACGATTCTTTATCCCATCTGACGATAAAGAAAAAGTCATCTATTGTCGCGTCTCATCTTCCAAACAAAAAGACGATCTCAAAAGACAAATCAAATTTATGCAAAAAAAATATCCAAACCACAAAGTCGTCTCCGATATTGGAAGTGGAGTCAACTTCAAAAGGAAAAACTTTCTCTCCCTTTTACAACAAGTCTTCCAAGGAGATGTTTCAGAAATTGTGGTTGCCTCCAATGATAGACTCGTCAGATTTAACTATGAATTCTTTGACTGGCTTTTCAAACAATTTGGGTGTCAACTCATTTCTGTCGACAAACAAACAGAAAAATCTCCTGAACAAGAATTATCTGAAGACCTTATCTCAATTATCACAGTCTTCACAGCAAAATACCACGGAAAAAGAAAATATAATTTGCACTAGAAAGATTAGAATATTTCCATGTACAGAACATATAAATTTCTTTAATAAATGTTTTGGAGCCACAAGATATATTTATAATAAAACACTTGATGCAATAAAAAAAATGTATAAAAAGAATTCAAAAATTCTTCGAACAAAAGCTAAAAAAGGATGTATTCATCAAATATCTAAAAATAAATCAGGTAGTAAAACTACTAAAAACAAAAATCAATGTGGTGGTAAATTATATAATAAGTATTTTTGTAAAAAACATAAACATATTAAACCAAAATTAGATCTTCCACTTGGTTTTCAATTCTGGAGAAATAAAATGATTAAAAAGAATAATAACTTATCTGAATCTGAAAAATGGTTAAGTGAAATACCATATGATACAAGACAATTGGTAATAAAAAATATATTGGCTAACCATAAATCTGCCATCACAAATTTAAAAAATGGAAACATAAAAACTTTTGATATAAAATACAAAAGTAGAAAAAATAAAAATCAATTCCTTTTTGTAGATTATCGAGCTCTTAAACCAGATGGTAAATTATGGGGCAGAACTGTAAAAACACCACTAGGTATGCGCAAAGGTGAAAAACGCTGGTTTGATAACTATATGAAAGAATATGAATTGAAAAAATTTGGTGATGATAAGGGTGATAAAGAAAGAAAAGACATGATTATCACGAGAGAATATCCAGGAATGTATTATTTACATATTCCTTACACCAAAACTATTACTAAAAAACCTATACAAGAATCTATTATTTCAATAGATCCTGGAATAAGAACATTTCATACCTTTTATGATCCCGAAGGTAAATGTGGAAAAATAGGTGATAATTTAACCAATCACATAATTAAATTATATGAAAAAATAGATAAAATACAATCAAAAATAACAAAAACCAATACAAAAAATAATGATTTAGGATATAAGAAGAATAAATTATGCCGTCAAAATATGCGAAAAAAATGTGCTTGGTTGAGAACCAAAATCAAGAACACGATTCGCGATTATCACTGGAAAACGGCATCATTTTATTGTAAAAGCTATGGACATGTAATAATACCAAAATTAGATACGGATAGTTTAAAAAAGAAAATAAAAAAAGATTATGGTTTATCAAAAGGAAGTCCAATGATAAGGAGAATAATGGCATTATCTCATAATGAATTTATAAATAAACTCATTCATAAGAGTAAAGAATATAATACAAATGTGTTAATAGTAGATGAAGCCTATACCAGTGTAACATGTGGAAATTGTGGAATAAAACATGGAAAATTAGGATCAAATAAAATATACAAATGCGTACATTGTAAGAAAAAGATAGATAGAGATATAAATGGAGCAAGAAACATATTGATAAAAACACTAAGTAAATAAAATAAAAAAGTGGTACGCTGAGAGCCACTATAAAAGAAATCTAACAATACCTCTGGTGTTGGTTTTAAATAGATTTTTCTCAGCTGTTGCATCTATTCTAATCGATAAATTGACATTTTTCCATCCGCCATATCTTTCAAATGCGCACCAACATCCACTACCCGATGATTTTTCATATGAATTGATAGCTGTAATTAAATTTGGTACTCCTGAAATTATTGGTTGCCATCCCGAATTAACACTTCCTCCACTATCAGGATTATCACTTGTGGACCATATTCCAATAGAACCAGATTGTATATCATGACTAGGATCTTGTGGATTATGCATATGTATATTTACCATTAATGTATAAGTACATTTACAATCATGACTTGATACAGTACCTGTCGCTAAAATATAATAAGTAAAAGATATGGTATCAGATCCTATTGCATTAACTAAATCTTGTAATCTATTGGGAATTCCTGGTGGAGGAGAAGGTATTAATACATTGTCTTGGTTAATAATAAAACTTGAATTACCATGAGAATTAACTTGCACAACATCATTTAAATATATTTGAAATGTATAATTTGACATATATATATATATTAAACAATTTATCAAAAATCAAATATATAACAATATACCAATTATAATTGATTATGAATTGATTTTTTATTTATAAACTCAAGTATAAGAATAGTATTTTATAATCTGCTAATATTAACTGAGTAAACCTCCTCCTCATTATTTAAAAAATTTTAATAATAAAATGTATAAATGCCTTACGATAGAGCCGGATTTTTAAATAACTGTGGTGGTTTTGATTTTGGTGGTGGATCCTCATGTGGATCATCATGTGGTGCAGTCAATGATGCCAAACTCGTCAAAAAAGAATTACATTATGTTGAAACTTATGCTAAAGAACGTAATGCTCAATTTGCTAATAATTTCAACAATAATTTCTACAATAATGCTGGATTTGGTTGCAATAACGGAGGAGGTTTTTGTGGTGGATTCGGTCCTGGTCCCTGTAATGATGGTTGGATAGGTGGTTGTGGACCTTGTGTCAATATCCAACCTCCTTGCCCTCCTTGTATAGATATCCAACCTCCTTGCCCTCCTTGTATAGATATCCAGCCCCCTTGTCCTCCTTGCCCTCCAACTCCTCCCTGTCCTCCTGTTCCTCCTTGTGGTCCCTGTGGTAATTATGGAAATTGGGGATGTGGTCCTGTTGCTTGTGGTCCTGTAGGATTTGGACCAGTTTATAATAAAAAGTATAATAAACATAATAAACATGATAAAAAAGATAAACATGATAAAAAAGATAAACACGATAAAAAGGATAAATATGATCCATGCGTAAATCCTTTCTGCAAACCTTGTTATAAACCTGATTGTAATGATGGTGCCGAAAAAATTTGTGAATGTGATAAATGTGTCAAATCATTTAAAAAAATTACCAAAGAACTTTATTAAATTAGAATATTAATAATAATATTATAATTTAACAATAATATGGTATACCACTATTATAAACGTTTGGTAAACTATAAGCTAAAGGATAAACTGGTCCTCCGCAATAATCTAAACAAGGAACACCACATAAAAGATTATCAACTGCTGCACGATAAGCTCTTAAATCATTGGCATAATGTCTAGTTCTAAGTCCACAATTACCATTAAAAGCACGATCAGCAATAAGTGCATTTTGTTTGTTAAAACTTGAAGCTGTATGGAAAAATGGACTTGTTAATGGTGATCCATTAAATGCTATATTAGAAGCGACTGCATAATTTAATGTTGGCGAATATGCAGAAACAGCAGGAGGTAATGTAGTAACAAAACCAAGACCAGATCCTATTGGATTTGCTGAAACTCTACCTGCAATTGGACCGTTTAAATTATTAATAGCTACATTACCAGTACAATTTCTATAAATATTACTATTGAAAATATTTTGATTAATCATATTACTTCTATTAGGACAACAACAATTTTGTAAGTTAACAATACTATTTGTTACTGCAACATCATTTACAACGCATGCCATAATTATATATATACAATAAGGAATTATTTTTAATTATGGATAAAAAAATAAGAACCTGATTTATTTTATCAATAATGAAAACATATTTTATTATATATATAAAATGTCTCTATGCCTATAGAAGAATTTCATACATTTTATTTTTTTAAATATCAATAATAATTATATATCATGTCTGACAAAAAAAATATAAAAAATAAAAAATCTGACAAAGATAAAGATTATTTTGAAGAACACACATATACAAGTCATAATGGTTATACCAAAAAAAATAATGAGGATCCAGTTTATTATAAAAAATGTTATAGACACAGAAAAGATCCATACGATTCTTCCTCAGATGAAGAACCTTTTGATGAAACAATCCATGAAAATATTATGAAAAATATTAATAATAATCTTGAAAAAATGAATAAACTCAATTCAAATTTTATTAATACAGGAAAAAATAAAAAATACAATAAATCTGATAAAAATAAATCAGATAAAAATAAATCAGATAAGAAACATAATAAAGAAACTAAATCTGACAAGAAAAATGAAAATAAATCTAAAAAAGAAAAACATGAAAATTCCGGATGCAATTTTTTCCAACCGGATCCATCAAAATTTTTCTTTGGACCTGAATTTACCAATTTTTTACCACAAAATTTTAACCCTTTCCAGGGATTAAATTATGGTAATGGTTTCGGTTTCGAAAATAATATTCCGGACTGGCAAAGAAAAATTCAAAAAGATATTTTAAAAAATCAACAGTTTTTTAATAATCCTTATGGTGGGTATTTTTATGTTCCTTTTGGACCTTTTGGATATGATAAAAATAATAGTTGTGGCGATCATCATCATGATCACAAACACAATCATCACCATGATCATCATCATGATCATGATCATAAACATGGTCATTGTAATAATTAAATTATTATTTAAATAAATTGAATAATAATTTAGGTTTCATTTGTAAAATTACCTGACCAAGTTCTTATACCCCAAGGCCAGTTTTTAACCCAAGGATGAAAACAAGGATCAAGAGGAGCTAATACAGGTCCTATAGGTGGTAAACAAGGTGGAGGACATGGTTTACAACAAGATTTTACACAAACTGTAGCACAACAAGATTTTTTACCACATTTTTTCTTTTTACAACAATTTTCTTTTTTGCAACAAGGTTTTTTACAACATGATTTTTTACATGGCTTTTTACAACAAGGTTTTTCACAAGGAGCACATACAGATTTACATGTTACACAAGTGACAGGTGCGCAAGGAGGTGGACAGGGAGCTGGAGGAACAAATGGAGGTATTCCAAATGGTCCACATGCAGCATTTCCACAAGCCCCAGTTCCACAAGCTCCTGCTCCTATTCCACAGGGAGCATTACCTGGGGCAGGTCCGCAAGGAGGTATTCCATAAGCAGGTGTTCCGCAAGGCCCACAAGGAGTTCCAAAGTTTGGAGGTGTGCCACATGGTGATATTCCGCAAGCAGGAGTTCCACATGGCCCACAAGGAGGAGCTCCACATGGCGGAGGGCATGGATCTATGCATATTTTACAAGGATCACATGGCGGAGGACAAGGTTCGATGGGTGGACAAAGTAATGGAATTGGACGAGCTTCTTGACATGGAGCCGCCCAATTAGGAGGACGGCTATATTGCGCATTTATATAATTTCTCGCTAAAACGTTATAAGACATATACTTTAAGCGTATATAAAATTATTATAGATGCTATATAATTCCAACCAAAATACAATTATATTATTTATTCGTAATATTAATAACACCTATATGTCCTATAAAATCATCAATTTTAGTATTATCTGTGGCTGTCCAATATATAGATTTTGGTAAATTACTATGAAAAGCCAAACCACGTATTCCAGTTATATTTATTTCTATACCGGAACTTGTTTTTAAATTTCCTAAAAATTTTCCACATGAATCAAATACATTTATAAATCCACTTCCATAATTTGAAACAAATATAGATCCTGCTGGATAACCAAAACGAGACGGTGTTTCTATTATTCCCCATGGAGAATTTAATGTACATCGAGTTGCGAATCTTCTTACAAAAATTCCTAGTGGAGTAAAAATATTGATATAACCATATCCATAATCGTTTAATTCATATTGATTATCCAAAGGATTTTGTCGTGCATATGTTACATATAATAAATCTCCGATAACGGAAATGTTGTAAGGAGCATAATCAATTGGCATTTGATCTACACATTCATCCACAAACGGTAAAAATATTCTCTCAAATAATCTATTATAAACATCTATTTTTTGATTATAAAAATCAGCCACATATATTATGTCTCTATATATTGCCACTCCTGTATATACACAATTTTCTTGAGAATTATCAATAACAAGAACACTATTTTTTTCACTTATATTAGGATTATAAGCATTTATAGTTCCATCACGCGTTACCATTATAATTGAACTTGATCCAGATTTAGAACCATTATATATTAGGAATGCACAATCATCCGTATTTTGTGCAATACCTGTCACAAATGTTGTATTTCCCATAGAACCAAATACACCTATAGTTTTATTTAATGGTTTTCCTAATAAATTATATAAATTAATGCCTCCATTATTACACACCCAAATTGTATCTTTTACAATTGTTAATCCCCAAGGATTATTTAAAATAGGATCAACATAATGGTTTAATTTGACATCTTTTGGTATAATATTATTATTGGTAAAATCCATATTTTCATCATTTATTTTTGTTGAAACTAGTGTTTCCACATTTAAATTTAAAACATATGATGGATCTTGAACACCTATCATGTCGTAATAATAATAATGATATTTTTGTAAATCTAAATTAGGTGAATAAAATAAATTATTTGATTGATCATGACTTGGATTATGACATTCTCCAGTTTCTACATTAAAACTTGCTTCGTAATTATAATTAACTCCATCATTAGGATGAGTTTGACCAGTTAAACTTGGTGTTGCACTTATATATGGATAATAGTATGGATAAGGTAAATTACCTGATAAAATAGCTTCTCTTTTAAAATCTATATCCCGATATGATGCCATTATTTTATTAATTAATATTTAGTTAATAAAATTAAGCTTTATTCTTGATCAAATTATCAATCTCATCAAAATTTATATTTTTAAATGGTAAATCAATATTATCTACTATTTTATAGCTAATTAAATTTTGCAAATGATTTATATCCGAATCTGTTTCCATTTTGGAGAGTATATCTTTACAAGTTTTTGGAATAAATGGAGTCAATAAATTTAATAAAATCCAACATAAACCACCAGCATTCCCTAATATTGTATTAGCAGATTTAGGATCACTTTCTAATAATTTCATGGACGATTATCTTGTATGTATTTGTTTATGTAATGACTTAAATTTAAACATATTTTTAATGCCTCACGAAATTTAAAATTATCCATATTCGTTTGATAATTATTGATAAATTCATAAATATTTTCGGAAATATTTGCGATAAATTCATTAGTGTTTAATTTACTTGATAACACAAAAAATCTGTTAAAGAGATTTCCAATATTTCCTACTAAATCTGATTTAATACAAGAAACGAAATCTTTTAAATTAAAATTTCTATAGCATGTTTTTGGACGAATTTTTATTTAATAAAATTATTTTGCATATTTTTGTGTAAAATATTATCGTCTAATATATTTATGATATCTATTATTTTTGACTATAGCTAATTTCATTTTTATTCATAGGTATTAATAATAATATTTGGATTAATAAATTGTTTATTATTGTCATAAAAAGTTTTTTGTAAAGTTAAATGGGTAACACTATTAGGTATACATCCCTCAATGGATTGATTAAATTTATATCCAAATTTTAAATGCGTAACATTATTAGGTATACATCCTTTAATGGATTGATTAAAATACCATCCAAATTTTAAATTAGTTATACTATTAGGTATGCATCCTTCTATTGGTTGATTAAAGTCTGATCCAAATTCTAAATGTGTGACATTATTAGGTATACACCCTTTTATGGGTTGATTAAAATGCCATCCAAATGTAAAATGTGTAACACTATTAGGTATACATCCCATTATTGGTTTATTAAAATGACGTCCAAAAGTTAAATGAGTGACACTATTAGGTATACATCCTTCTATTGGTTGATTAAAGTTATATCCAAAAGTTAAATGAGTAACACTATTAGGTATACATCCTTCTATAGATTGATTAAAATTTCTTCCAAAAGTTAAATTAGTTACATTATTAGGTATACATCCTTCTATTGGTTGATTAAAACGCCATCCAAAAGTTAAATGAGTGACACTATTAGGTATACATTTTTTTATGGATTGATTAAAATAACATCCAAAAGTTAAATTAGTGACACTATTAGGTATAGATCCCATTATCGATTTATTAAAATCTGATCCAAATTTTAAATGAGTGACACTATTAGGTATACATCCTTCTATTGGTTTATCAAAGTATGATCCAAATTTTAAATAAATGACACCATCTGGTATATTTGTATCGTTAGCTTTATATTTTATATGTTTAAATCTAAAATAATAAGGTAAATCTTTTATTCGATTGTAATCATATATTCCCTGGAATTTGATATTATAAATAAATTGTCTAAAATATGTATTTGTTGAACACAAACTTAATTTATCTTTATCAGGCAAATAATCGAATATTTCCAATAAGACATCATTATTTAGTATATCAATTATAGACATTTTTATTATTATGTAATCCAATTAACTAATAATAAAATATTTATTCAATTTTTTATAGAATGATTATTTAAAGTTAAATGAGTTACATTATTAGGTATACATCCTTCTATAGGTTGATTAAAATTCCATCCAAAAGTTAAATGAGTGACACTATTTGGTATACATCCTTCTATAGGTTGATTAAAATTCCATCCAAAAGTTAAATGAGTGACACTATTGGATATAGATCCCATTATTGATTTATTAAAATCTGATCCAAATTTTAAATGAGTGACACTATTAGGTATACATCCTTCTATTGGTTTATTAAAATGACGTCCAAAAATTAAGTGTGTCACACTATTAGGTATACATTCTTTTATATGTTGATTAAATTCATATCCAAAAGTCAAATGTGTTACACTATTTGGTATACATCCTTCTATAGGTTGATTAAATTCATATCCAAATTTTAAATGAGTGACACTATTAGGTATACATCCTTCTATTGGTTGATTAAATTTCCATCCAAAAATTAAATGTGTGACACTATCAGGTATACATCCTTTTATAGATTGATTAAAATCATCTCCAAAAGTTAAATGTGTGACACTATCAGGTATACATCCTTTTATGGATTGAATAAAATCATCTCCAAAAGTTAAATGAGTGACACTATCAGGTATACATCCTTTTATGGGTTGATTAAATTTCCATCCAAAAGTTAAATGTGTGACACTATTGGGTATACATCCTTTTATGGATTGATTAAAATCATCTCCAAAAGTTAAATGAGTGACACTATTAGGTATACATTCTTTTATGGATTGATTAAAACGCCATCCAAAAATTAAGTGTGTCACACCATTAGGTATACATCCTTTTATGAATTGATTAAAACGCCATCCAAAAATTAAGTGTGTCACACCATTAGGTATACATCCTTTTATGGATTGATTAAAATCATTTCCAAAAGTTAAATGTGTGACACTATTAGGTATACATCCTTTTATGGGTTGATTAAAACGCCATCCAAAAGTTAAATTAGTGACACTATTAGGTATAGATACCATTATTGATTTATTAAAATCTGATCCAAATTTTAAATGGGTGATACTATTAGGTATACATCCTTCTATAGGTTGATTAAAGAAATGTCCAAATTCTAAATGAGTGACACTATCAGGTATATATTCTTTTATGGATTGATTAAAACGCCATCCAAAAATTAAGTGTGTGACACCATTTGGTATACATCCTTCTATGGGTTGATTAAAATCCCATCCAAAAGTTAAATGAGTTACACTATCGGGTATACTATTTTCTATGGATTGATTAAAATCATTTCCAAATTCTAAATGAGTGATACTATCAGGTATACATCCTTTTATGGGTTGATTAAAATGGGTATAAAATTGTAAATGTGTGATACCTTCAGGGATATATGTATAATTCGCTACATATTTAATATTATTAAATTGGCTATAATGTGATAAATATTTTATTTTTTTGTATCTATAAATTTCCACATATCTTATTTTATGAAGCAATAAGTTTCTAATTTTTTTAGATGTGGATAAAAATCTCATTTTAGATTCATCATTTGTAAAATTTAAAATATATCCTATAATGTTATCATCTAATATATCTATGATATCCATTTATATTGATTATGTCATTAAATTAATTTTATTAACTTGATGAAATTTCAATTTTTATTCGTATGTTGACCAAATTTAAATTTGTCAATATTAATATGTAATACAATTGATAAATTAAAAATCTTATCCAATAATTAAATGCGTAACACTTTTAGGTATATATTTTTTGGTGAACCCATAAAAATGATTTCCAAAAGTTAAATGTGTGACACTATTAGGTATACATTCTTTTATGGGTTGATTAAATTCATATCCAAAGGTTAAATGTGTGACACTATTAGGTATACATCCTTTTATGGGTTGATTAAAATTGGTTCCAAATTTTAAATGTGTTAATCGAGAAGGTAAAACCTTCTCTCTAATCTGTTCCTTTGGGAACAAGGTGACACTATTAGGTATACCTTGTTCCTTTGTAGAACGAAGGACAGGTTGAGATTCATCTCTACATCCTTCTATTGATTGATTAAAGTTCCGTCCAAATTTTAAATGTGTGACACTATTCGGTATACATCCTTCTATGGATTGATTAAAACAATATCCAAAAGTTAAATGAGTAACACTATTAGGTATACATCCTTTTATGGATTGATTAAAATCCCATCCGAAAGTTAAATGAGTAACACTATCAGATATACATCCTTCTATGGATTGACTAAAATCGTTTCCAAATTCTAAATGTGTGACACTATTCGGTATACATCCTTCTATGGATTGATTAAAATGATATCCAAACTTTAAATGCGTCACACTATTAGGTATACATCCTTTAACAGATTGATCAAAATAATATCCAAATTTTAAATGTGTAATACTATCAGGGATATTTCTATCATTTGCTATATATTTAATATTATTAAATTGGCTATGGTATGATAAATCTTTTATTTTATAGTATTTATAAATTCCTGTGTATCTAATTTTATGAAGCAACAAGTTTCTAATTTTATTCGATGTAGATAAAAATTCCGCTTTTGATTTATCGTCTGCAAAATTTAAAATATATCCTACAATGTTATCATCTAATATATCTATAATATCCATTATTAATGGAGTTTAAGATTCAATGTTTTGTGATTTATTTTTAACAAATTGAATATATTCCTCAACTAGTGGCTTAAATAATGTCATCATTTGACCAATTCCATGATTCCAAATTATACGATTATATTCATGTTCTATTTCTTCGATACTATCATTTATTGTATAATTTTTTAATGGTTTATAATTAGTATATCTTTTAATATATTCATTAACGTATTTTAATTCTTCCAATCTTTTTGTCTCAAGATATTTATCATAATCAAACCATTTATTATATTCACTAGCTAATTTAATAATCTCATGTTTATCATTTTTACTAGCTATGCAAATTATTTCACTTGTAAGTAATCCATTTTCTAAATAAAATTTTATCACGTCCACACAATTATGAGTAATGGCTTTTTCTATAGCGCTTTTGTACATGATATTGAAATTATTCTTAAAAAATAATTCTAACACTTGTGCATTATTATCCATACATACTGATATTATTGTATCTTCACCTTTAATAAAATAAGCACCATAATTAATTAACGTTTTTAAGATCGGAATAATTTTGGATTTTTTATAACTAGTTGCTCCAGTGTGTAAAGCTTTATTTAATTGCTCTTGATAAATTTCTAATTGAATATTTTCACGTGCTAATATGTCTAGAATATATTCCACTAATTCAATATTACCATTTCTTGCACATTCAGCCAGTAAATTATATTCAATAATATCAAGACCTATACTTATTAAGTATTTAAGCATATCTATTTTACCAAACATCGGAAATAATATCATAGCATCTCCAATATATTCTTTCCCATTAGGATTATTTTCCAAGAGATTCTTCAATTCATCTATGTTATTGTCTATTATTTTAGTAATAATATCATTTTTGAGTGAATCATATTCCATTTTTTAATATAATCATTCAAGTTAATTTTTAAATAATGAATTTATTAATCAATTATTTAATAATTAGCTTATCTTCATATTCTTCTAGCCATTGTTCATAGCCAAGATCAAACTGGTTGAGTGGGATAAACTTTTCTTTATTTTCTGGATAAATATACGAAGACCACATATAACATCCAGGACATAAAGTTATTTCTTCCCCATCAATAAAATGATAACACCAAAATTTATCATTATCTGGATCAGGGATTTCTTTTGATCCATAATAATTTGTGATTTGATTGGAATCAACTGTATATGATACTCCACCATTAAAAGTATTAACACTGCTTTCATGTAATATTCTTACCATATTTCTTAATTTGTATACGTATTCCATTTCTGGATTTTTCCAGACATACCATATTTCATCAATCTCGGTTTCACCCAAATAATTAGCATCCATTTCTTCAAGTGATTTGTCGTGATTGTAATATGGCATTCTTAAATCAATGTCTTTTAATGGAATAAAATCAGAATAATAATCTTTTGATGGTCTCACATCCATTGTACATGCATATCCTCTAGAACAAATTGAACAACCTATTCTTACATCAACAAAAGTTCCTGATCCTTCTTCAGTTGGTTTCATTTCAGGTGGGAATTTGATCAAAGTATTCGGATCATATTTTAACTGGATTTTGTAGTGCGATTTTACTTCCATATTTTTATTTATAAATGTATAATTATTTTATAAATCTATAAACAGTCAAGATAATAAATATTTCAATTTTTCTACATGATTTTTATATTCATCATTGTTGGCGTAAAAGAATATTTTTGGATTCTTTCTACAATAAATTTTTCTAGACAAATATGATTGCCAATCTATATTATCATTCCACACATCTTCTTGTAATAATCTTATAACTGTATAACCATTATTTATAGCTGATTTCATTTTATGAATATCTCTTTTTCGTACTATATCAGGTGATTCCCAATTAGAAATTTGTCTAAAATGCTGTGGACCATCTAGTTCTATAAGTATTTTAAAATCCTCCAAGCAAAAATCAAATGGTAGATATGTTTTAGATTTACACCACTCAAATTTAGCTTGTGATTTAGGATTATAACAATTATCCTCAAGCCATTTGTGGAGTTTTTCTTCGGTTTTATTTACACATCGTGGACACCATCTTCCTCTAGTAATAGAATCTATACGAGCTTTAAATATATGACCTTTTTTACATTTAAATTCACATATTTTTCTTTTTGTTGATTTAAAAAATCTTCTAGGATTTGTATTATTTTTTGTTAAATATTTTGAATATTTACTTGAAGCAAATGATTTATTAAAACACATATCACATTTTTTTTCGTCACATAATATTCTATTTGTGCAATATGGACACCATTTATTTTGAGATAAAGTATCTAAACGTATAGAAAAATTATGTCCACAATCACAATTAAATATATATTTTTTGCACGCCTGTTTAAAAACGTTTCTTGGATTAATTTTATTTAAATCACTCCAATATTTTACCTTTGGATGATTTGCGAATGATTTTTCCAAACAAGTTTTACATTTTTTATTATCACATAATTTTTGATTAGTGCAATATGGACACCATTTATTCTGTGTTATCATTCCAGGAGAACTCGTGAATGAATGACTACATTTATTACAGTCAAATATATATTTTTTTTGTGTTGATAAAAATATTTCAAAAGGTGAAATGTCATTATTTTCTGACCAAAATTCTGCTTTATCTGAATTTAAAAATGATTTATCAAGACAAATTTTACAATTCAAATTACCACATAAATTTTTATTTGAACAAAATGGACACCAACGATTATTATTAATATGATATAATCTTACAGTGAATGAATGATCACAAATGTCACAATCAAATATATATTTTTTGCTTGAACCTTTAAAAACTTGCCTTGGACTTGTATTATTTTCTTTACTCCAATATTTTGCTTTGTCACTTGATGCAAAAGATCTTTCAAAACAAGTTTTACATTTTGGATTATCGCATAATTTATTACCTCCACACTTCATATTATAACCTAATTATATGTATAAGAATACAGCAATTATTCGTAAAATCAATTTTTTATTAATATTGGTTTATTAATAAAAAAATGTCAACTATATAATGAGATAGATAAGCTAAATTAATTTAGCACCAGCCACCCCATCCCCAGCCTCCGCATGGGTTACAACCCCAATTTGGGCCACATCCACGATAATATCCACCAAATGGACCACATCCGCCAAAATTATTGTTATAACTAAAACCATAAGCATAACCCGAAATACCTCCAAAACCACCTAAACCAAAACCTCCGCACGGACCACAACTCATTTTCTTTTCTAAATCTAGATGTTAAAAAAAAATAAAATGTGGGTAGAACTTTATTCAAGTTATTTTATAGAGGTGGTGTTATAGTTATATTTATAATAAAAATTTATACTAAAAATTTTTTATAAGTAAAATCTTATTATTATTATATGAATACGATTATTTTGATTATACTTTCTATAATTTTTTTTATCATCCTAATTCTTATAGGATATTTAGCATACAGGGAATATAGAATTATGCAAATGCAAAATAATGGCGGAAATAACGGTATAAATCCCAATCCAAGTCCTAGTCCAAATCCCGGTCCAAACCCTATTCCTGCTCCATCACCTGTTCCGGGACCTACACCTAATCCAAACCCCAATCCATCACCTGTTCCAGGACCTTCTCCAAATCCAGCGCCTCCAAATCCAACACCTAATCAGACACCAATTTTACCTATATACACAAATCAACTAACATCAAATGGTATGAGTACTTTACAACAGGGTCAAAGTTTAGTATATGGTCCTTATTTTTTAAGTGCACAAATAGATGGTAATGTGTGTTTATATGATAGTTCAACCGGAGGACAACCGCCATGGTGTTCTAATTCAGCAAACAAAGGATCTGAACCATATAAATTAGTATTACAAGGAGATGGAAATTTATGCATGCGTGATGGAAGTAATAAAGAAGTTTGGTGTGCAATGTCTAATGGGGGACAAGGTCCATGGAGAGCTGTTTTACAACCAGATAGAAATTTTTGTGTTTATGATGCAAGTGATACCGCAAGATTTTGCACAAATACACAAATTTAATTTTGACATATAAAAGTTTCTTCTACACCATTATATTGAAAATGAATATATATTGTATCTTTATTAACAACAGGGAATTTTGATATGGCTTTAATAAGTTTTTTATAGGATATTTTCTTCTCAGAATTATTAATTTTATTTATGACTTTTTGAATATATTCTCTTCTTTCAATACTCCATAATATATTTGGTTCATTTTTATTATAGTCACAATTTGTTTGAATTAAATTAGTGGATCTGACGTTAATTGATTTATCACAATTTCTTGTTATAACATAACTAGAATCATTACTGCTAAATAATGTTATATAACATGGACTAATTAATTCTACATTAATAAAATATGTTTTTGCCTTTGATAAGGTTAAATTTTTTTCTAAAATATATCTCACAAGATATCCAATTGGCCACTTTAATGTTGCTGCACGATAAGCATTTTTAATAGCTAAAAATAAAGTCATATTTCCTGTTGTTCGATAATTAATGGCAATAGAATACTCATGTTGAATATTTTTTACGGTTAGAAATCCAACATAACCTAACCAAGTTACAACATGACCTATTATTTCAGAATTCTTTATTATTCTTAATCCAATAGTTATATCTCGTAAGAAATCCATCGGCCAATCCATTGTTCTTAAATAAAATTTATTATCATTAACGTCAAGAATAGCTGTTGTACAAGCACTTGTTGTTTCATAAACAAGTTGCAATAACAAAGTTTCATAAAGATCTATGCCTATTCTTTCTGATATGTAAGATATTTCATCATAATACATAGCATTTTTTTATTAACTAATCCAGGAAGTAATTTAATATAAGATAATGTTGATGAATACGGTTCAAGAACTTCATTTAATTTTTTTTTCAGAGTAGGTATATAATCCTCATAATGATCAAAGATTTCTTGCCAAATAGAATCAGATGGTTTGTCTAAATCAAAATCAAAATATTTTAATTCTTGCATAATATTTTTATGGATATCCAATTTTTATGTTAATTAAATATAAATACAATATGAATATCTCTAATGAAGCAAAAAGATTAATTGATGATACTTTCACAGAACCATTTCATGAATATGCTTTTGAAATTATTTCAGATATTGTTTTAGGTGTTGCTTTAGGTGTTATTATAAATATGATAGTTGATTATATAGGTAATTTATTAGGATTACCATTTTCTGTTAAATTACTAATACAATTAACATTTATCATTTTCATTCTTTATTTCTTAAAAATAGATTCCAATGTGTTGTATTCCTCATGGAAAGGCCATACAAGTTATGGAATTATATTCACTTCAGTTTTTATTGCTGCACAAAAGAATTTAATTAAATTTTTCCAAGATGTTTATGATATTGTTTAATTATCACCCTTTATTAAAATTTTTATCTTAATAATTATTATGAAATGATATTCGAACTATTATTAACATTTTTTAAGGTAGCATTTGGATACCTTTTCGGGGATTTTATAATGGGTATTTATCATTGGGTTAAAGATACTTATTTTAGTCCATTTACACCAATAATTGGTTCTACATTTATTTGGGGAAGTAGATTACATCACGTTAGACCAAGACATGTTCTTGAATCAAATGATTTAGATTTATTCTGGGATTCAGGTAAATGGACATTAATATGGATGCTTCCCGTATTTTACATCATAGGAATTAATCCTTTTACATTGTCGTTATTCTTAACGATATCCATAAATGATATTGTACATAAATATGCACATGCTTATGATAATGAAAGACCTCAATGGGCAACTTTCCTTCAAAATATAAATATATTCCAGTCACATGATGAACATCATTTGCATCATATTGCTCCACATGAAATTAATTACTGTCCAATAACTCCTTTTGTTAATCCAATATTAGAGAAAATTAATTTTTGGAGAAAATTGGAACAATATATAGAAAACCATTTAGGAGTAAAACCTCGCGCTAAAGAATATGATTTTATTGAAGATTCTAATTATCCCGCTGGGATTAAATTTCTAGAATAAATTTACAGAATAAATTAAAATATTGTACATATTTTGATTTATTGTGTTTTATGATGTGTTAGATAATTATTCATATTTTTGTATATAATAAATATAATCAATTATGTGTATTATAGCTGATGAAGTGGACGATGTTTCGTCAACTAAAATAGCAAGTTTCCATGTTGCATATAAATTAGAAAATTCAAATGAAGTTGTACCAGCCCAATTAATAGTTTATGCAGCCAATATTGATTCTCAAAAAGAATCAAATGCACTTATTCTTCCGGTTTATAATCCAGGAAATGACTATAAAAAAATAATTCCTTTAGATTTTTCTGAGATGGAAAGTTTTTTTGATGATATATCAAAAATTTATGACAGATGGTTTCCTAAACCTATGACACGAAGTTTTTCCTATACAAATGGTTATCATTCAGAAAATGATTCATTATTAGAAGTACATACGGTTGGTGATTATAAATTCAGTATAATGCCTTCAAAGATTTATTTTAATAAACTTGATACTAAACAACTCAATGTAAATCCAATGTCAAAAGCTGCAATTGATGCACACACAAATGATTATTCTTTTATTGTTTATCAATTCTTTAATAGAGGTAATATTCAAGTTACACCCTTTGGATATCTTTGTCAAGCTCCTAGTCCAGATTCTATGATCATACCCACTATTCATGGTCATCCTCATTCTGATAACGGATTAAAATTATCTGGATTCGAGCAAATAAATAATTTTACTCCCATAGAAAATATTCACAGTACTGATTTTGAAAATGAGGCACATTATGATCATGATATATACACTTTATGTAAAAATAATTTGACTAAATCTTTAGTACCTGAGAAAGATGTTAGTGATATGAATAAAATTATTAAAAAAATCACTCAAGATTACATGAATAGAAATATTAAAATTTACATACCTAAATCTTTTATTCCAAACAAAATAAAAATATCTGGGAAGAAAATTAATAGAAATTTACTCTTGGATATTCATAAAAAATATTTTTTATGTGATTTAGTAATGGATAAAAATACTTTACGAGAGATATATTAACAGGTGTTCCCCCTCACATTGTATTAATATGTGTTATGTTATTTTAGAAAAAGAAACAGTTATGACATATTATTTGCTTTTGCTGCTAATAGTAGTTTATGTTATAAAAATAATTTGTTATTATTATAAACAGACAAATATGACAGAAAATAAAGTCATTAATGATTCTCCACCAAAACCTCCTGATAAAATTATTGTAACATTTAAAGGATCAAAATATGATATTACAGAATTTATTAAAAGACATCCTGGTGGAAAACAAATTCTAATAGATAATAATGGTAATGATATTGAAAATTTAATGTTAGAATATGAACATAGTAAAAATGCTTATCTCCTTTTAGAAAAATATAAAATCCAATAATAAATAATATTTATTTTAAGTATTATTTATTTAGTATTTATTTTTTAGGTCTACCTGGTTTCTTTTTCTTTGTTTCTGGTGATTTTTTACTTACCGGCTTTTTAGGTATTTTTTCTACAACGGGTTTTTTTGTTGTTTTAGAAGCAGGTTTAGGTGTTGTTTTAGAAGTTTTTGATCCTCTAGTATTTGTGGGTACTTTTACTGGTTTTTTTGTGGCGGTTTTAATGGGTTTTTTGTGGCGGTTTTAATGGGTTTTTTTGTGATTGTTTGCGGTGCTTTTTTTGTAGTGGTCAATTTTTTCTTTGGTAATTCATCTTCACTCGAGTTAGAATCACTGGATATGTCTTCCTCAGAATTAGACATATCTGAATCTGAATGAGAAAAATCTTCACTTTGGTCTGAAATATCATCAAGTGCATCAGATTCATTTGAATCATCCGAATCATCAGAATCATCTGATTCAGGAACTTTAGTTTTTGTGGATTTTTTGTTATTTTTTGTTACATGAGGCTTTGATATAATATTTTGTTTAATAGATTTTGATTTTTTATTTTCTGCAATAATATCTGAATTTAGCTTTGATTTTTTACCAGATTTATTTTTATCTGATTTGTTCTTATTTTCAAATTCAATAATATTATCATCAGGAATATTTACGTCAATAAAGCCTTGATTATCAGAATCATCTGAATCATTTTCATCTTCATTTGGAGATTCATCATTTGAATCATCATTAGAATCATTAGAATCATCATTTTCATGATCATTGTCGGCATAATCACTGAAATCTTCATGATTCAATAAATCATCTACGTCATCTAAACTATCAGAATCTTCACATGGAATTGGTCCAAAACTTGCAGATTTTCTACGAGGTGTTTCATTAACCCCAGGTTGATTATTATTATTATCTAGTTGTGTATTATTATTAATGGCATGAGGAATATTAGGATTAGTTAATTGTAATACTGGAATAGGTTTTTCATCAGTAGTATTAATTTTTCCTTTAACATTTAAAACAATGCCATTCCTTTGACGTGTGGTTTCTGTGGTATGTAAATTCTCAATAGATTCTCCATTTATCTGTGGTGTATTGCTAATATCTTTATTGTCTCTATATTCTGTTTCTCCTTGTTCTTTTGCCATTTGTTCTTTTTGTCGTAATTTCATTTTGTTTTCACAGGCCATCACCCCTAAATTATAAAATTTTAAAACAACACTGATATTATCAAATTCTGGTCTAGGCATAAAATTCATTGGTTTTCTTAATTTTACAACTTTATCATCAGGATCCCAAACGCCATTATCAAGCATAAATTTATGGAAACTGTCTATAGAATCATCTGATTGTATGCCTTTAAATTTAACATAATGTTTATGTTTCAAATTGGCTAATAGGTGAACATTTCCGTTAATATCAGGTTTATCGTTCAATCTTATCATAATACAGTTATTCTAATAAGAATGATGTTTATTTATATAGTTTAAAGTATTCAATTTTTTTTCAATGATTTTTCAAAATTTTGAACAAAATATTCGAATTTTTTATTTTTAAATATCTTTTTTAAAACCACTAAAAAAACAGCTAAGACAGTTTGACATAAATCTTGATTAATTTCTTGAATATTTTCTTTAAAAAATGAATATTGTAACCATTTATAATATTGTTGTTTTGTTAAATCATTCAGTAAAACGATAGGTATTAGTTGAATAGTTTTGGACATATACTTACCTGATATTATTTTTAAGCATTGAGAACATTTTGAACACATAACATGCGGATTTATTATATCATTATCTTGATCAAGTAGTTTTCCAATATTATTTTTATCTATTTTACTTTGCAAAATAATAAATGGAGTTCCTTCATAACCACAAACATCACAAGGATATTTTTCTGCTATAAATTCCGGTTCATCAAATATAAATGGAGATTTCAAATATTTATTAATATTATCACGGGAATAATCATCATTAAAATCTTCATATTTTACCTTTTTAAATGAATGATATCTACTTATAGACGTATAATATAATGTATATCCATCATCATTATTTTGCATATTATTATCTTCCTGCAATACTTTTAACATACTGGTAAAGAAATTAATTTTTTTTAAAAATTCTTGGTCTGTAACATTATTTACTATATAATGAATATATGGATATTTACAACACAAAATTTTATCCCTACTTTTAATGTAAGATTCTCTATTTTGTAGAGCATAATCAATATTAATATTAGAACTTTCTGTATCATATACTTTTTTAATAAACGAATTATAAATATTTATAAACCAATTATATAATTTTTGGTATTTATTATTTATTTTGAAATGTTGACATATTTGACAAAATGGATAAGTCATTAATTCTTCAATAGTGGGATTGGATAATAATAAATGTTTACGATTAAAATATAAATCAATTCCAAATGGAATATAACCATTAGAAATTAATTTATTATGTTCTTCTTGATTAGGTATAGGTATATTTATATTACAAATGGAATCAGGTTCAGTAATTGGAACATTATCCCAAGTTGTCTCTAAATTTATTTCAACCTGATTTAAATCATTTTTAAATATTCCAGATGTCCACATAGTATAAATTTTTTTATAATTATAAAATAAAATACAAGCATTTGAAATCATAGCAGGTAATAACACTGAAACATTAATTTCATGAGGCTTTAACATATTTTCACTTGATGTTCTTCTACCAACTATAACTCCTATGACAGCTTTAAGATGTGATGCATTTTCGTTTATACATTAGCGAAATTATTAACTTCATAAGTTTCAATTTGGCCATCAGTTATAATGAACATGACATCAGAATTTTTTATAATGTTATATGTTTTTGGATTTTCAAATAAACAAGATGGACAAGTTCCACCTTTTGATTCTAATTGATCAATATTATCAATAGGAACAGCATTACAATCCCAACTTATAAATGTAGGTTTATTTATCAAACGTTTTGTAACTCGATTTACAAATATTTTAATAATATCCAAATATTTTATTTTTCCTGCAAATTTATTTCCGGTTGATCCCGATGAATCAATACAAAAACAAACATTAGCATCACTTAATATTGTATGATCAATAATAGGTAATTGGACAAATGTATTTAATTTTATTTCGTTCATGATATAATATAAGTATTGATATTATTTTTAATTGTTACATAAAAATTAAAAATAATGTCAATTTTTTAAAAAATATTTTCGTCTTCAAAATCAATACATTCATCTTCCATTTTCTTTTTAATAACACCGGCTTTAATTACTATTTTATCGCTAACATGTATTATATTAATACCATTAAATGAAGCACCAATTTTATTTGCTATTTCAATAAATTTATCCAATGATTCAATTAGTTCATTTTCAGATAATCCATAAATAGTACCATCATCATCAACACCAATATAATATATCGCTTTTAATTTCCTCACTTCAGATATCCTCCATTTCATTTGTGTAGCATATTGTTCAGTTTTCTTTTCATCACAATTTAATAATGTCCTTTTATATTCAATATTACCTGTATCTTTTTCTGGAGGCAATTTAAAATCTTCATCAAATATCTCTTTTATAAAAAGCTTAGGATATTTTCCCTTGATAATGTTAACAAAATCTGATCCCATTATATTTATGTCAGTGCATACCTTTATATTATTATTTTTATATATTTATGAAGATAATAATATAATTATATAATCAATTTTTTTACAAAAAACAATTCGGGTTATTAAATAAGTAATACAATTTATTAAAATAATTGAATGTGTATATTAAATATATTTTCATTTTGTTGTTATTTTAATATTTTTATTTTAATATTTTTATTAATGTATTCTTTATTTAATTCATACGAATGTTCATACAAGGTTAAATATTTTACACTATTAGGTATACAGCCATCGAGTGTCTGATTAAAAAAAATCCAAATTCTAAATGTGTTAGACCATTTGGTATACATTCTTTTATAGGTTGATTAAATTCCCATCCAAATATTAAATATTCTATATTAATTGGTATGCATCCTTTTATAGGTTTATTGAATTCATCTCCGAATTTTAAATAAAGTATATTTTCGTGCATACATTCGTTAATTGGTTTATTAAATTGATCACCAAAAATTAAGTGTGTTATATTTTCTGGTACACATTCTTTTATAGATTCATTAAAATCAAATCCAAATTCTAAATGAGTAACACTATTAGGTATACATTTTATACTGGGTTGAAAAAATTCAATATTATACTCCAAATGTGTAATACAATCTGGTATTTTATCATTATTGTTTACAATATATTTTATTTTCGAAAATTTATTTAGGTAATCCAATTGTTTTATTTTCTTGTATTCATAAATATCATCAAAAGTGAATGTACAACATGGATTTTTTAAGAATGTTCTAGTTTTCTGGCATGTTGAAATAAATAATATTTTGGATTTATCATCCAAGAGTTTTATGATCAAATTCAAAATGTTTTCATCAAAGGTATCAATGATATTCATTTTAATATTCATACATTATTATGTGTGAATATTAATGTTTATTTTTTTCAATTTTAATGAATAATAATTAAACTTTATATTTTTCATGTATTAATTATGTTAATATATAGTTATTAAAATTATCTTTTAAATTTGTTTTTTAAACTTTCCCGCAAACTTTCCTCCCAAATTTAAAGACATAACACTATCCGGAATACATCCTTCAATAGGTTGATTAAAATTCCAACCAAAAGTTAAATGAGTTACACTAATTGGAATACACTCCTTAATAGATTGGTTGAAAAAATTACCAAAAGTTAAATGAGTGACACTATCTGGAATGCACCCCTTAATAGGTTGGTTGAATAAATTACCAAAAGTTAAATGTGTTACACTAGTTGGAATACATCCTTCAATAGGTTGATTGAATAAATTACCAAAAGTTAAATGAGTGACACCATCTGGAATACATCCTTCAATAGGTTGATTAAAATGCCAACCAAAAGTTAAATGAGTGACACTATCTGGAATGCACTCCTTAATAGATTGGTTGAAAGAATCACCAAAAGTTAAATGAGTGACACTATTTGGAATACATCCTTTAATAGGTTGATTAAAAAAACTACCAAAAGTTAAATGTATGATACTATTTGGAATACATCCCTTTATAGATTGGTTGAAAAAATTACCAAAAGTTAAATGTGTCACAGTAGCTGGTATACATCCTTCGATAGATTTATTAAAATCGTACCCAAAAGTTAACCGCATAATATTATTTGGAATACATCCCCTAATAGGTTGATTAAAATCATTACCAAAAGTTAGATTAACTACACTATCTGAAATACATCCTTTGATAGATTGATTAAATTTTTTACCAAAAGATAAATATGTAACATTAGGAGGAATACATCCTTCAATAGATTGATTAAATTTTTTATTAAAAGTTAAATGTGTGACGCAATCAGGTATTTTTTCATTTTTATTATTTTTGGTATATTTTATTTTTGAGAATTTATTTAGGTAGTTCAAATGCTTAATTTTATTGTATTCATAAATGCCATCAAAAGTGAATGTACAACATGGATTTTTTAAGAATGTTCTAGTTTTCTGGCATGTTGAAATAAATAACATTTTGGATTTATCATCAAGGTATTTTATTATTAGATTAATAATGTTTTCATCCAATATATCAAGTATATTCATTTTAATATTCATACATTATTATGTGTGAATATTAATTTAATAATTTCAATTTTTTCCTTTCTTTTTATCGGAAAAAGTGAAAAGTTTAACTGATTTTTTGGATTTTTTCATGGTTTCTGGAGTATCTTCTGTATATGGTATACCATATTTTACTTTACCCATTCCTTTAGTATTTCCTTCGCGAATCATAAAAATAGTTCCAGGAAGAATAAATTCAGCTTTTCTAACAAATTTAATATTAAGATTAGTCTTTGAATTACTTCTCAAAACAGTATTTTCATCCAGTTTTAATCTTCCGGATTGTCTAATTGTTCTACAATGCACAACTGTTTGATAATTATCCATTATTGTTGTAGGATGATTAAAAATAGCAATATCGCAATTAAATGTATAACAAGTATTTTTTTTGCAAATTCAATGTCCGTGGTAATAATTTGTCCCTTAGAAAACATTTCTTTGGTATAAGAACCTTTAGAATCCAATCTTATACCAATAGATCCAGATTCATTTTTATGAATCTCATCAACAAATTCACTAATACAATTATGAATAGATTTAATCGTTATGGGAATATAATTATTATTTACTGGTCCAAGAAATACTTTTTGTCCTTTTTTAAAAGATCCATATTTACATGTTCCTGATAATACAATACCTGTACCATGTACATTAAATGTACTATCAATATACATAATTGGAGGATAATTTAAAGTAACTTTATTTATAACAGGTTTGGTAATTCCCATACGATCTAAATACGATCTTGATTTTATTGAAGTTATAAATTGACGAGTAAAATTAATATTATGACCTGTTTTATTACTCACCATAATAACAGGAATGACAGGAATTTTCTTGGATTGAAAACCTTCTATCAGAATTTTGTGTGGTTCTGTAATTTCCTTTTCTTCATCTTCAAAATAAACAATTTGTTTTTTACATTTTTTTGAATGATCAGATAATTTTCTTTTAAGACTTGCCATAACATTTACAGGACAAATATCAATCTTTGTTACCACTATAATGTAAGGTATTCCCATGGCATTTAGCAACTTGATATGTTCTAATGTCATGCCTCTTAGTTCCATATTAGCACCCACAACAAGTATACCAAAATCAGCAAACATTCCAGTAATTCCAAACATTGTTGTTTTTAAATATTTTTCATGACCACAAAGATCTATCAAAGTAGTTATTTCGTTATTTTGAATAATATAATGAGATGTTTGTGTAGATGTTCTACCGGATTCAATTTCATGTTTATATTTTGCTACATGTGATCTAGCTAAACCATTACCATCATCAAGAATTTCAGATTTCATAACACCAATAAAACTAGATTTACCTGCATCAACATTTCCTACAACCACAAATTTAGCTGATTCTATCTTTGAATTAATATCAGATAGATTTAACGTTTTGTTTTCAGACATTTTAATAAATATTATAACAATTACCTGTTTATTTCAGTTTGTTATAATGATTTGATTTATTATAAGGATAAAAAGTTTATTATTATGTGAATAATTTTTTCAATTTTTATTAAAATATTAATCAAATTTATTCGTAGAATATCTATTCTACGACTAAATTACAATACCTTATTGTCTGCCAATAAGGTGGACATTATAATAATCAATCATCTTCTATATATATCAATCAATAATCTGTATATTGATTATTATATAGTGATTTTCATGATTATATAATGAAAAAAATTAAACCAACTACCAACCCACAAGCCAACCACCACCAATACACAAGTCTACTTGTGCGAGAGCCATAAAGTATATCTCTATGGACTCTTAAAATTAATTTATATTAAAAAAAATTTTTTTCAAACGAATTTCAAATTATTTATATGAATAAACAATTAAAAATTGTATTAATTACGTGAATATGCTTGATGCATTTTTTGAGCCATCTTATAATCTTCTACATAAGAAGTTATCTTGCACTTTTCTAATCTAAGTGGGAAAATAAGATATTCAGCTAAAATTCGGACAAACATTCGCGTGGGATAATATTTACCATTAATCTTTGGTAAAATGGGTTGAGTACTAATTGCCGTTGGATCTACATCGCCAAAGGTATTCGGTAAAATATTTTGCACAAATTGTTGTTGGAATTGTTGCTCATAACAAAGATTTTCCCAATCTTGTTGGATAATGGGAAGAATATTCTCGATATTTTTTTCGGATAAAACATCAATCCAGTAACCTTCATTTTTATATTGAATTTCTTTTCCAATGTTGATGTAAAAATAGTGCCACAATAATTTAAGAACTCCTTTGGAAAAAGGTATTTTTATTTTAGCACAAGAATCATCCTTTGACCAATTTTTAGAATGGGTCTCAAGGATTGAACCAACTGGAAGCTTATTTTTTTGCACATGGAAAGCTGATTTATCTACTGATACAATAAGTACAAGGTCTGATACTGGAATTTGTGCATGAATACTAGGTTCAGGCATCATGTCATATTTTGAACTTTTGGATGGTGTAAAATTTGGATTCAAATGAATGCAATCAATTTGATTGCAAATCGTACATTCCCAATCAACACTAGCCATATTTAATGATATTTTAATATAATTTTAGGTATGAAACCTAATATTATAATTTAGTAATGATCGAACCTAAGATTTAATATTTCAATTTTTTTATTTACTTATAAAATGTATCTAACGATAGGAGTATTTCTGACTTTTTGGATGGTAAGTCTGGTAGGAGCGCCAGGAGGGTTGAAATTGATGAAGGCAGGTGAAGCAACAATTTCTTGAATAGGGTTATATACAAGACCATTAGAATTGATACGAATTCTGACTTGTTGACCAGCAGCAAGAGTAAGAATGGCATTAAGAATCACCTGACCATTGCTAAGAATTGAAGTGGTTTCAATTTCAATGGGAAGTTCACCAGATGCGAGAGGAGGAATTGTAAATTGAACAGTTGCGGTGGGAAGATTTACAGCACCATTAGCTATAACAAGACCTGAAGCAACATCAAAGATTTCAACAATAGGAATATTAGTACCAGCATCATTTACAGTAAGAGGTACTGAAGTTCTGAAGTTAAGTTGAAGATTAAATTCATAATCGCCAGCTTCAGGTGCAGTGTAAGTACCGGTAATGTTATCAAAAGCATCAAGAATATCAGGAACAACATCACTCCATCCAGTAAGAACAACACTGTTACCTATAACTTGTTGAACTCCAATTTGAGCAACCCTAGCGGCAAAAGGAGCGGGAGCAAATTCAACAGGAATTTCAAGAATAGATCCAGTAGGATTAATTACTGAAACTAATGTGCGTTGAAGATTTCTGTTGTTATTTCTATTGCAGGGATCATAGACTTGGCAATCATTATCTTGGTTGTCGTTTTCAGGGCAACGGCAGGGTCTTACAGGTTCATCACAACGTTTTCTGTTGCGAACATATTCGTTATCAGTTTCAACGATTTTCCATCCGCAGTTTTTGGCACAATCATTGTTAACACATCTTCTTCTAACGTTCATTTCGTATTATCTAGATTATATTAAGATATTTAATAAATATTTGGTGGAAAAAATGAATCTATATAGTTTTGTTATATTTATTAACGAAATAAATATGACTTTTTAGTTTATATAATTAATTATATTTAAGATGATTAATTATTTTTATAGCATCAGATTCAGTAAATTTATCTTTTTTTTTATAGAAATATTTTAGTTGTGCTTTAAATGAATCATTTGGATTAGCTATAGAACGATAAGTTTTAATATTTTGTATGACATAATCATATGTTAAATTATATTTTTTCATATAATAATATGTAAGCATACTAACTGATCTACTAATACCTGCCATACAATGCACTAAAATATTTTCACCTTCAGTTGTAGCTTTATTAATAAAATGATATGCTATTTCTATCATTGGTTTGTGTTGATAATTTGTATATTGCGATAATAAAGAATTAAACTGTTCAATAGATGCTGAGTATTTTACAATATTTATTGAAGAATTATTTTTTTCCCATAAATTTTGAGAAATATCATCATTGTAAGGTATGTATAATATAGTTAAATCAGGATTATCAGACATAATTTTATCATGTACATCTGAAACATATTTTCTATCTACACATGATAAAATATATTTGATGTTAAGTTTTTTTATTTGACTATAATCTTCTTCCATTGGGAAGATACCCGAAAGATAAATATTATTTGATATTTTACTAATTTTAGATAAATCAGAATGTGTAGTCATTATTATTATTATATAGGATAATACATTTTGTTATAAATTATTTTCAATATTATTTTACACTACAAAATATAAAAAGATTTAAAATTTTCACAATATGATGTTATTTACCTGTATCTTTAATAATATTATAAAAAATCGTTTGATTATTTTTATAATATTATTAAATAATCATAATTATGACTTTTTGGAATAAACAACCTATAAAATTATCAACAAATGATGACATATCAATCATAGAAAAACATCTAGTTCAGGAAAATAATGAACTACCTGATGGTTTTAGTTTTAAAACACTAAGTCCAAGATATTTAGATGAGATTTATGATTTGTTGAATAATCATTATATTGAAGATCCCGATAAAATTATAAGATTAATTTATCCAAAGGATTTTTTATATTGGTATTTAAGATATATACCTCCGGGTTTTGCTATTGGATTGATATACAAAAATAAATTAGTTGGTATGATAACAGCTTTATTTTTGGATATGATAATATTTACTGAAAAATTAAAAACTCCATATATTAACTTGCTTTGTATTCAATCTAAAATAAGAAAATATGGTATGTCGATTCATTTAATTAATGAATTAAAAAAAAGATTGATAAATCATAATGTGCCATATTCTTTATTTACTACCGTTAAAAAAATACCTAATAACTTTACATCAACAAATGATTATGCAATTCCAATAAATTATACACGAATAAAAAAAGTGGGTTTTCTTATAGATGATATTAAACCATTACCCCTTGTAAAAGATAATCCTTTACGTTTAATGAAAACTAGTGATGTTCAAATAATAAGTTTAAAATTAAATAAATTTATGGAAAAATTAGATATAAAACCTTTTTTTACAGACGATTCAACAAAACATTTTTTATTACCTAAAAAAAATATTGTATATACTTTTGTAAAATATGATAAAGAGGATAATGTTACAGATATGATATCTGCTTATAAAATGTATTATTATTGTTTGGAATATAAAAAAGTGATATCAGTAGCTTTTTTATCATTTTATTTTTATGAAACTATGAACATTACAGATTTAGTTTTATTGTTATTAGATAAATTAAAAGATTATGGATTTGATCAATTAATATTTAGAAATACTTTTAATAATTCTGAAATTAATATTACAAAATTTTTAACATGTGGAGAATTAAATTATTACTTGGGAAATATTCATATGAAGAAAATTAATAGTAGAAGTATATCATTTTTACCTTTTTGAGTGGCATGACACCCCTGAAAAAACTTATTTTATTTGTAAATAATAATGGTAACGAGATATTTTAAGATTAATATTAAAATTAAACCAACAATTGACGAAGGTATTAAACATGCTTTTTTTATTGAAGGTGGAGGAACCAGAGGAGTATATGCTGCTGGTGTTTTAAAATATTTATTTGAAGAAAATGAATTCTTGGATTTAAAAAATGTTGAAGTTTTTGGAGGAACATCGGTTGGTAGTTATTTATCAACAGCTTTAAGTTTAGGTTATCACAAAGAAGATATACTTGGCATAACTAAATTAATAGATCTTAGTAAATTAATTGACAGTAAATATATGTTTGTTTTTACGGCTTATAGATTTTTATCAAAAGGTTTCCTTTATGATGATACAGGACGGCAAGATATTATAGGAAAAATATTAAATTATAAAATTGATATAATTAAAAATCATTTGGGAATAACTAATGAAAATTTCAACGGTATTGATTTGACGTTCGGACATTTAAAACAATTAATTAACAATTTTCCAGATATTTATAAACATTTATTAATTAATACAGTGGACATTAGCAGAAAAGAACAAATATTTATGACTACATTAAATGATAATTGGGATCATATTAAATTATTTGACGCAATGCTTGCAAGTAGTTCAATACCTTTTGTATTTCAACAAACAAAATTATATTATGATGACGTAAGTAAAAAATATTTTTATGATAAATTACCAAATATGACGGAAAATTACTTTGTAGATGGAGCTGTATCTAATAATAATCCATTAGATTATTTATTATTACATGATGAACTTAAAAATTATAATTTATGGTTACTTCAATTTACCAATAAACCAAAGTATGTTAATATTGATACAAATATTACATTATTAAAACAATTAGTAGATCACATAATGGGTGCCAAAAATAATATTAATATGGAATATTTACATCAAGAATATCAAATTAATATAATAAATTTAAATTCAAAAGCAGGCGCGTTGGATATATATACTCCAGAAAAAGTTCAAGATATAATTCAAGACATATATAATCAATGTTTATCAGGAACTTTACATTTTGAAAAATAAATATAGTTATTATAAATTATGAATTATAAATTTTTTTTGAAAATTTATCATCCATAAATATAATCTAAATGTGCGGTATATCTGGGTGTATTGTTGACGGTACAAATGCTATGAAATCTGTTATGGATGCTTTGACTAAATTACAAAATAGAGGATATGATTCTGCCGGTATTTGTACTATTATTGATAATAGTTTACATATTAACAAAAGTGTATCAGGTCAAGGTGAAAATGCTATGGTCAGTTTAAAAAATGGTAATCTTGTGAATATTAATTGTAATTTAGCGGTTGGGCATACAAGATGGGCAACACATGGTGAAAAAACTGTGGAAAATGCTCATCCCCACACTGATGAAAATAAAAAATTAGCTATGGTTCATAATGGTATCATTGAAAATTATAATGAATTAAAGCATGAATTATTAAATAATGGTTATAATTTTTATGGACAAACTGATACAGAAGTTGTTGTTAAATATCTTTCTTATTTAATTGATAATGGACATGGATATATTGAATTGAATCAAAAATTATCTGGTTCATGGGCTATACTTGTGGTAGATTTACAAAATCCTGACAAGATTTATTTTTTAAAAAATGGATCTCCTCTTATTATTGGATTTAACGAAACAAAAAATAAAGCAATGTTTGTGTCAGAATTAAGTGGTTTTGATAATGATATCACACAATATACTATAATTAACGATGGTGATTTTGGGTATGTAACTATTTCCAATAAAAAATGCCAACTAGTATCTAATAATGTTTATAAATATATTCCACTTTCCAAATCATTATTAATAACATCCCCTGCGCCATATGACCATTGGACAATGAAAGAAATTAATGATCAACCTATTGCACTAAATAATATTATTTCGACAAGAATTAATGGTAATGAATTAATATTTCCTGAATTGGATTTAATGCAGGAGGAATTTTTAAATACTGATCACATAATATTTTTAGGTTGTGGTACATCTTACCATGCGGCACAAATAGGAGTTAAATATTTTAAAGAATTTAGATCAAATATTACTTTTGAAGTTATTGATGGTGCTGATTTTGAAGAAGAAGATATTCCTCTCAATAGGAATACATTATTAATATTATTATCACAATCTGGAGAAACAAAAGATTTATACAGAGCACTTGTTGTTGGCAAACAACAAAATATCAAATCCATTGGTATTATAAATGTGGAAAATTCTCTTATTGCAAGAGAAGTAGATGTTTGTTTATATCTTAAAGCAGGAAGAGAAAATGCTGTTGCAAGTACTAAATCTTTTACAAATCAAGTTATTATGTTATTATTAGTTGCAATGTGGTTTAATAAAAATAAAATAAGCGATAAACATAAATATCAATATTTTAGTGCACTAAATAATTTACCAAATGATTTTATAAGAATGATAAATCAATCAACAAGTGAAATTCCAAAATTATTAAATATATTCAAGAATCAAAATGATTGCTTTATACTTGGTAAACAACATTCTGAATGGATAGCTAAAGAAGGATCTCTTAAAATAAAAGAAATTTCATACATTCATGCGGAAGGATATTCTGCCGCTGCGTTAAAACATGGACCCTTTGCATTATTAACAAAAAATGTACCTGTAATATTATTAGCAAATAATGATAAATTTTATTCAAAAATAGAAAATATTAATGCTGAAGTTAAATCAAGACAAGCAAGTGTTATATATATAACTAATCGAAAAATAGAATCTGATATAGTTGATTATTTATTTTATTTTGAAACAGATTCTGTATTATTTTCCATATTATCTATAGTTCCTTTACAGATATTATCATATTATTTGGCTATTGATAGAGGAAATAATCCTGATTATCCTAGAAATTTAGCTAAAGTGGTTACTGTTGAATAAATTTTTTTATAATTATAAAAAAATTTATTGGTTGTATTTATTTTTTGATGAAACATAATACGAATGATTTGTTTCAGATATGTAATAAATATGCTGTGGATATCTATATGGTATGGGATTTGGAAACCAAATTGGGAATTTATATGGATATCCTGGAATCCAATTGGGAAATTCGGGTATCCAACTTGAACGAAAAACTAAATGTTTTGCTTGTATTTTTGAAATATTTAATTTGTTACAATTATTCATGATTTTAATAAACAAACAAAGAATATTTATACCAAATATAAAATTTTTCAATTTTTTATTAAACATGATAATAATTTTTTTTCAAAATCAATATTAACTTCTTTATTCTTACCACAAACAAATTTTGTGTATATTTTATCAATGTTTGAATAATTAAGTTCTTGACGATAAAAATTAGATATACTTGAATCACTTAAATAAATTGATATGTTCTTTTTTGTTATCTCGTATAAAATATCTATTGGACTTATACTTTCCTTGAGGAAAGTACTTTTTTCGGTCAAGTCTTTCAAATATCTTTTGAATTGGACAAGATAAATAAAATAATTATCAACTTGTTTATTTTTAATATGTTGTTGTTTATTAGTAAGTATTTGACAAATTGGAGCTAAATACTGATTAATAGATTTTTCCATTGATATATTTTTGGAAATATATTCAATCATAAACAATAATTTTTTTTCATAAAATTCTGTAAAAAATCTAACATCACTATGTATCATTAAAAATTTAATAGCATATTCATCAAATTCTTCAGGTATATGAGTTTTAATTATTTCTAAAAATATTAATAAACTTGATGGGCATAAAAATACTTGCCCTTTATATTCTAATCTAGAAAGTTCATCATAAATATTTAATAAATTACTTGTTAATTTTGTTTTATGATATTTTAATAATTCTGTAGGATAATTTTCAAATTCACTAAGATTTGCCACTGATACAAAGAAGGTTAAATACTCTTGAATTTCTGTATGGATTTTATCAAAATCTTCAGCATTTATTTTTTTCTCGCATAATAAAACACATTTTCTAATAATATCATTTTCATGTTGAATTATTATTTCTTTTACACGTTTCCAAAATAAAGTACTGGTATTATTATCAGTAAAATCATATATACCAAATTTATTAATAACACGTAAACATTTCATTACATCTTGAATAGTTTTAATTTTATTATTATCAAAACATCTAATAATATGTTTACTCGAGAAAAAACATTTATTTGATAATACTATATTTTGCACTATAGTTTTAATTTTATCAAAACCCATTTTTGAATAATCAATTTCACCCGAACATTCATAGTCACAACAATTATCAGATAATTTATTTAATGAAATAGGAATAAATGGAGTAATTTTATGTTCTTCAATTTCTTGATTTTCAATAAATTGCGCTATTAAATTATTAATTTTGATATATATATTTCTATGATCATTATTATCAAAAACTAATTTACCAATTTCAGAATCAAAAAACATTTCATCACATTTATTTAGTAAACAAATCATTTTAAAATTATCATTAGTTACTGATTCTTTAAAAAAATCAAAAAAAGATGATTCATTTAGACCAGTATTTACATCAGTCATATAAATAACAATATCAAATGATCTGATATTTTTAAATAACCAAGATTTAAAAATTTCACAGTCACCAGTATCATCAAAACCTGGCATATCCCAAATATTAAACTTAATTAAATGGTTATCATGATCAAAAATTTCTTCATCAAAAAATTTATTTATACCATTCATATTGTGAAAAATTGGTTCAAAATAACTTGACTTGAATAAATCTCGTGAATTTGAATATTTTTGAGTTTTATTTTCATTTGTTTTATTAATTTTTTCTAAAGAATAGGTGGAATTTTTATCAAAATAAACTTGAGGTAATATTGTGGTTTTATTTTTACCAGTTGATGATAAATTATTTTTTACAATAGAATTTACGAGAGTAGATTTACCAACAGATGTTGGTCCAAACACAGCAATGTTAATTTCAACTTGATCAATTTCCATTATTATTACAATATTATAGATAATTATTATAATTATTTATAATATTTTCAATTTTATTTAATATTCGCAATGATGAACTGTAATAGGAAAAGTTGCACAATCTTTAATATTTATCATACCTGTTAAAACTGCGACTAATCTTTCAATTCCTAATCCAAATCCTCCATGAGGAACGGATCCATATTTTCTAAGATCTAAATACCATTTCAAATGTTCCTTGTCAATATTTAATTCATTCATTCTTGATGATAATTCATTATAATCCCATATTCTTTGACTGCCTCCAACTACTTCACCAATATCCATTAATAAATCAAAACAATCCACATATTCTATTGAATTATTTTCTTGGTTAATAGAATGATGTACAGGCATATAAAATGCTTTAACTTGTTTTGGATAACGCATAACAATTACTGGATTTCCAAAATGTTTAACTAAAAATTTTTCATGTTCGCCTGTCAAATCATCATTAAATTCTGGTCTTTCTTGAAAGGGTTTATTTTCATGAATTTTTTGCAATAGTAGGATAGCGTCTCTATGAGCTATTCTAATAAATTTATCTGATACAATTTTTTCTAATTTTTTTATTAATCCTTTATTAGAAAATTCTAAAACTTTTAATTCATTTTCACAATATTTTAAAACTTGTGAAGTGCAATATTTTATAAAATTTTCAGCAACATCCATATTATCTTTCAAATCACCAAAACATGATTCTACTTCTAACATAGAAAAATGTGCTAAATGTTTAGTACTTTGTGAAGGTTCACCACGAGTCGCTGGTGTTATTGTATAAACATAGCCTAATCCATGAGCAAAACATTCTAAATGTAATTGATTTGATACTGTTAAATAAACAGGTTTGTTAAAAAAATCTTGAGTAAAATTTATTTTCGTGGTATTAGGTATTACTGGTATTTGATTAGTCTCTCCCTTGTCAAGAAGAGAAGTAACTTGTAGTGGATGACATCCACCTTCACAAGCATTTGTTGTTAAAGCAGGTATATCTACATATATATAATTTGATGTTGAGAAAAAATCATGAATAGATAACATTATTCTTGATTTAATAGAAAATATTGCTCTCATAATATTTGTTCTATGACGTAAGTGTGGTAATGTTCTTAAAAAATCCAGGGGTAATCCTACTTTTTGCATTGGAAATGATGAATCACAAATTTGATAAATAGTAACACGTTGAGCTAATAATTCAACAACTTGTTTGGCTGCAGGACTTTTAACAAGTTTACCAATAACATTAATACTTGTTCCAGTGGTAAGATTATTAACTTCATTAAAATTATCAGTATATTCACTCGATATTACTATTTGAAGAGTTGTTTGGCTTGTTCCATCTGATAAATGAACAAAAATGACTTGTCCTTGTTGCCGACATGTTTTTATCCATCCATTGACACCCACAACTTGATCAAGATAATATTCATAAGAGTTAAGTAGTTTATTAATTTGCATAGTCATAAATTTATTAATAAACTATACATTTAAATCATTATTTAATTCATTTTTAACTTGTGTGATAGCTTTACCTAATAAATTTTTACCAGGCCATTTACTTTTAGGTAAAATCATAGCTTTATTGGCTGATAATCCAATACCCCAAATATTATCATAGGGAGATGCTTCAACAAGTAATTTATTACCGGTTTTTATTAAACTTTTTAATAAATCAGGATTTTGTTTGAATTTTAATTTATTACCACTAACCACAATATCATATTTATAATCATCCCATAAATCTTCATCAAAATTTTTTATTTTGCGACCAAGACTTTTTATTTTTGCTGGGTTAATTTCTTTCATAATTTTTTCGTGAGAATCAAAATCTTCAAATAACAAAGCCTTATGTGCCATCATATATTGTTCAGCATTATAATATTTAATTATCTTATTATCTAATTTTTCATAAAATATAGAAGGATACCATTGACTATATATTTCGGTTCCATTTTTATTTGGATTATGGCCATAAAAAAAATATATAATCATCTGTTTCCATTATATAATATATTCATTTAATACATATATACATATATATATATTAAATTTATCATTTTTTTCAATAAAAAATAAAATATTATTCATTGAAAAAATTAAACTGATTCAACAGAAGATTGAGAAACATTTCCAGTTGCAGATGCATAACTAAATCCTTCTTTAACTGGTTTATTGAATTCAGGTTTAATAGTAACTTTAGTTGTTTTCTTCTCAACAGGTTTTTGTTCTACAGTTGAAGATTGCTCTGCTTGAGGTTGCTCTGCTTGAGGTTGCTCTGCTTGAGGTTGTTTAGTAACCCTTTTATTATATCTTTTTGGTTGTTCTGAAACATTATGTTGTCTGTTTCTATAATATTCTTCACGAGCTCTTTCAACCTCTCTAAGTTTATCAAGGAATTGGTTAAACTCATCACCATTGTTGACAAGCAAACGTGCAAGTAGTCCATCAAAGAAATCAAATGAATTATCAAGTACATCTTTAACATAAAAATCTTCGGCACAATTAGCCCGAGTATCAATCTTCTTGTTAGCGGAAGAAAGTCTAAAACATATTTGATCAAGTAGATAATCAACTCTTGCTTGAGCAAGAGTCATTGTGTTTTCCGCAAGAACATTATTAGAAACTTTATTCTTACCAGAATACCAAAGTGAACCATAATATTTAGTTCCATCATCATTTTGACTCTCGTAACATCTTAAAATATGCCAAGAAGCACAATTGAGTGGATAACCAGAGATTTGATTTGCAAGTGATTGAAGATCACCACGTCTTTTCACTGTCTGAGGAAGAGATTGTCTTGACCAATTAACAAGTTCACCAAGATCTTTATCACGTTTACTCATATAACTTAGCTGTCTAAGTAGAAATGATAATAAGAGACTAAGACTAGATGTTACAACGGGAAAATGTCCAAATTTTTCAACTAGATCAGGTCCACGTTCATTTTCAGAACTAACTGAAGCAAATTTATATGTTGGCTCAGATTTACGGTTTCTGGGTCTTCCAGGATTACCATTGGACTGAGAAAATGATGCATTACTCTTTCTTGTGGACATTTTTTCCAAGTTCAGTTTATTATTTAATATAAATTTATCTTTATATTAATCATCTAATCCTTATTTTTTTCAATTTTTTTAAAAAATTGACAAATTAATGTGAAATATTATTGAAATCATATAAGTAAATTATTATATTATTAATATAATGAACGAAAAAACATCAACATCAATAGTTTTAAGTAATAAAAATAATGTTTGGGTTGAAGATCATAGAGTAACTTCATGTCATGATTGTGGTAAAAGTTTTGGAGCTTTTATAAGAAAACATCATTGTCGTAGCTGTGGAAATATATTTTGTTATAAATGCGCAGGTTACAGTATAGTAATACCAGATTTTATGGATCGCCCAGATCCAGGTGATTATTGGAATATCTCGCACTATATAACAAATTTAAAAAAAGACAAGGAAAGAGTATGTAAAAATTGTTATTCAACAATTTATAATAAAACAAAAATATACGACAAAATAGCAAATGTACTCGAAAATTCCAAACCAATTAATGAAATTTATGAATTATCAAATTCATTCATAGATGTGAAAGATCATTATTTAAATTATTTGCGTAATATACAATATTATTTACCAAATCATATATATAGTACTGTTGATAGAAATTTATTATATGTCAATGCTAAATTTTTTAGTAAACATAGTAAATATTTAGTACATTTGATTAAATCATTGGATTGGAAATTATCTAGCCAAAATTTAAATAAATCATCGTTTGAACAATCTGGTCAGTATATTGACTCAAAACGTAAAAAAATTTACACATGTTAGCAAGTATTATTAATTCAGAAAAAAATATAAGTTGTGATAAATTATGTTGCACAAGAACATGTAATAATCAATTATCATTTGATGACTGTATATGTATTTTATATTCAAATGTATATATATTACCTGACGAATTAATACAATATTTATTTAATATTATAAAAAATACACCAGAAAGTATTTTATTATGTCACATAACTTTTTTTGTGAATTTAATAATAAATAATTGTCATAATAAATTATTACAAAATCTTATTTACCAAATTGTTATTAAATCTGAAAGAATTATATATTATACTTATTGGCTTTTAAATAATGCAAAAGAAAAGGCAAATATGCAAAATATATCCAATATTAATAGTTTCATAAAAATGTTAGACAAAGAACTTGTTAATAAAATGGACAGAGAATATAGATTTTTTGTTGGTTTAATAGAAAATTTAAACAGTCCACAAAAATATCTTACCGATGTTTTTGAAAGATGTGATCCTATTAGTTTACCATATAATCCTGAAATTAAATTATTAAGAGCAAAAATAAATGAAATAGAAATTAAATCAAGCTATACACGACCAGTTATTATACCATTTGAAACAACATCAGGTGATATTAGAATATTATTTAAAAAAGAGTCAGTAATGAATGATGTTGTTGTACAAAATTTAATGTATTTATGTGATATTATTATTAAGGAAAATATGTTTGATAACGATTACAAAATTAATTTTGGATTAATTTCATATCATATTATGCCTTTGACAAATGATTCTGGAATGATTCAAATTATCGAAAATGCAGAAACTATCTATTCTATTATTAATAAAAAAATACCAATTATTCAACATATTGTTAATAAAAATGAGCATAAAACTAATTCAACTATTGCAAGTATTATTGATAAATATATGTGTAGCTTAGTTTCATACACGTTACATAGTTATTTTATGGGTCTCGGTGATAGACATTTGCAGAATATTATGATTACAGATGATGGCGAATTATTTCATATTGATTTTGGTTTTATACTGGGTAATGACGCATATCCTTTAACTTCAAGTGATATTAAATTAAACTCTGATATGTTAAGTGTTATTGGAGGTAAAAAATCATCAAGATATGGCATTTACATAAAATTATGTTCTGATGCTGTTGTTGTTTTAAGAAAATATTACAATATGTTTTTTGTGCTATTAGCAAGTGGCACTAATTTTAAAGAAAAGGACATAGAGCGTTTTATTTTGTCAAGATTCCAACCAAGACAATCAGATGATACTGTTGTATCAGAATTAATTACCATAATTGAAAATTCAGATGCTTATTCTGATTATATTCGCGATCTCTTACATTATCATACGCAAGAAAGAACAATCCAAAATGGCATATCTGGTATAATAAAAAATGCTTATTCGGCCGTAAAAAATTTAACCACAAATTAATTTAATAAAGCTAATCTGGATAGATTAACTTTATTAAGGATAAGAAGATATTTTGGAAGAGCCCTCAAACGGTTACAATTGCTCCCCAATAATATATTATATAAAATTTATGAAAAATTTCCAACCAATTAAGCTGTTATTATTTGGAAAAAAGTTCATTCGTAGTTATATTTGATCTCAAGTCTAGATCATTTGGAAGTAAAATAACTTTTGTATTAGGACTTGTCACTAATTTATCAATGACCTCTAATGATCTAATTTGCATTGCTGAACGTGTATCTAATATATCTGCAGCTTTCCTCATTAATTCTGCTGATTTGACATTACCATGTGCTGTAATAATTTTTGCTTCGGCTTCTCTTTCTGCTGTTACAGTTGAAGAAAGAGATAAAATTATATCTTTTGGCACAACAATATCTTTAATTTGTATGGAAATAATTTCAATACCCCAATTTTTTGTATGCTCTTCAACTGTAGATTTTATTGATTTGGCTAAATTTTCTCTTTCATTAAGACATTGATCAAGTGTACAACTTCCTACTACATTTCTTAAAGTAGCATATGATAATTCGATTATAGAATGTACAACATCTTCTATTTTAAACAATGCATTTTGAACATCCGTTACACGATAATACACTACACTATCAATACAAATTGATAATTTATCTGATGTCATAACATTTTGTCTTTGTAGATCAATTAATTTTATTCTTGTGTCAATTATTGAAATTGATTCTGTTAAAGGATTTACATAATGTAGACCATCTTTTGTTTCACGTTTGAATCTACCAAATTCTTGAACAACACCTTTTGATCCTTTGTCAACGGATTTATATGGATAACAACATCCAATACAATAAAATGGAATACATGAATAACCCACAATACATCCAATTGTTCTCAAAACACGTGCAAATACTGGTTCATCATAATTATCAAAATTTTGTATATGTTCATAATATTCATTATCATTTATTTTCATCATAAGGTATAATATTATGACATAATTTTGTCTTTATTTCAAATTAATAAAATTGAAATTTTAATATTTATTCCGGAACAAGAAAATAATATAAATTATAAAATGGAAATCGTTAATAACTTTCAAGACTTAAAAAATATCATCGAAACTTTTATTTCCAGTTCCGAATTAGAAATGGATATACAAATTTGTTCTACTTTACGAAGACAAATAAGAGATTTTCATAATGACTATCCACAATTATACTATTTTGCTTTTGGACTCGGTGAAAGTTATAGATTGCATGTATCAAAAATTAAATTTATGATAGAATATAATATTCTTGCTGAAAAAACAAGAAAATTTTTTTGTGATTATACCGGAATAAAAATAAGACCAAATTCTAGTACAGATGTATTAAATGATTTTCGTAAATATACAAATTATAATGAATGGTTTGAACTTTTAAATGATGCGTTGTTATTTACAGGTGGTGAAAAAGAGTTTATTAATAAACATTATGATTTACAAAATAAAATTCATCAAGATATTATCGAAAATAAAAATTATTCAATGTGGAAGGATTTAGACGTCAAAGATAGTGATATTTATCATAAATATGTACATATATTACCTAAACCCAATAAATTCAATAATATTTATCACGAAAAAAATAATGATAAATATTTTATTTCCATTGATATGTCAAAAGCTAATTTCCAAATTTTGAAGTTAATGAATTTAATAGATTCTGAAACTTGGGAGTTATATATTAAAAAATTTATTGATCATCCATATTTTGGGAAATTAAAAAAATTACGTTTAATATCTTTGAGTTTTCCTGATCTTTTCCCAAATAAACAATCTATTTATTGGAAAAACTTGATATTAGAAGTATTAGATCAAATACTATTATCAAACATATTTCCAGAAAAAGATTTTATAAATTATAATGGAGATGAAATAATATTTGAAACGTCAAAAGAAAAAATGTTTGAGCAAAAGAATTCTTGTGTTAATTTAGTTCTTGATAAATTTAAAGATGTTAAATTTTCTATTACAATATTCCAATTAAAGAAGATTAATTTGGATAACAATCCAAAAAGATCGTACTATGTTAAAATAAATCAAGAAACAAAGGAAATTGATTGGAAATGTATAGATCTTGATAAATTTATCGATATTGTTAAAAAATTTAATGAAACATTTTATTTAGCAAATTGATGAAAATATTTATTTTTGTCAAATTGTTTATGATATGATGTCATGAGCCATAATTTTTGTTGTTGAATTTTACTTTTATTATGAATAACTAAATGATTTGGATGAATTGTAGAATCAGTTGTTAAATATGTAAATATTGGTATACTATATGTTTTTCCAGAATCTGAAATTATAGCATCAGAAGTACAGTAAATTTGATCACGTAAATTAATTTTACCAGTTTCAGGACAGAAATACTTGTTAACAATATGTTGCGCACCTACTCTTGTTATAATATAAGCTGTACTACAATAATATTTAGATTTAGGATTCGTGGAAATTAGTATATTTCCCACGTGACCAAAATCTTTAGTTATTGCTAATTGGATAACATAATAATCAGATGGTAAATTAGATTCAAATTCTGACCAATTAAAGGGAATAAGCCTTAAAAATTCAAAACTTACATCATCCTCAAAAATTATAATTTTATCATCGTTCATATTTTCTAAAAAGTATTTCATGGCTAATAAATGGGAACAACTACATGCATTTTCTTGATTTGAAATTGATGTATTTTTTAAACAAATTGAATCCAATTCTTCATTTATTAGTCCATCAATAGCTTGAATGCGGATATTATTTATTTCATACTTATTTAATAAAGATTCCATATATTCTTTTCTTTTTTCAGATCTTTGTAAATTTATCCATAAAACTTTTGGAAAATTATCCAAAATCATTTTATTGTATATATATATATATTTTGATTATATATATATTATATATATATATAATATAATATATATATATATTTTGATTATATATATATTATATATATATATAATATAATATATATAACGAAAATAATATCTTTAAATATTTATTTAATTTATCCTATTTAATAATATTTAATTTGTTTATTTAATATTAGTATAGAATATATGACCAATACAAATATATTCATAACAGATATTAATAAAGAAACGATAAATAATAATTATTATCGAAAAGTTTTATACACAACAAAACAACAACAGTTAGTTGTCATGAGTATTAAACCTCGTGAAGATATTGAATTTGAAATTCATCCGGATAACGACCAATTTATACGTGTTGAAAAAGGTGAAGGTATGGCATTAATTGGTCAAAACCGTGAAAATAAATATCCACTAAAAGATGATATATGTATTATAATACCAGCAGGAACTTATCATCAAATAATAAATACATCGGATACAGAATATTTGAAATTATACACTATTTATTCGCCACCACATCATTCTCCTAATAAAATAGATATTAACAGACCAAAAGAATCACAAAAGGGAGGACAAATAACATATAATGATAAATATCGTAAATATAAACAAAAATATTTATCCCTGAAGAATAAAATGAATTCACAAAGATAAATTATTTTATTAATTTATATATAATGAGTGAAATTGATAAAAAAGAAATAAAAGAAGAATTTGATGGTTCTGTAGTAAGAACTGGTTTGGGATTAACTTATGTGGTAATTCATTTATTAGCATTTTTATTTGCGTTATATCTTGCTTTTAGATGTAATAATGGTATTAATATTGGAGCAATAATAGTAGCATTCTTTTGTCCATGGATATACATCATTTACGTTTTAGTCACAAGAGGTGGTTTCTGTTTGGATTATGTTAATGGTGTTCCACCTATTAAATCTTAATATAATTTATTAATAATAATATTTCTTAACAAACATATAACTCATGAATAATTTATTATTATTAATAAAAGCATTACACCTTATAATAGTTATATTAGTATTGATATCTGTTTTTATTCCTAATTGTATGTTAAAAAAACTTGTATTAACTTTATTAATTTTTTTGTTAATCCAATATATTTTCGGAATAAATAAATGTGGATTAACACAACTTGAGTATTTGCTAATGGGAGAAAAATATCGTGAAGGATTTATATATAGAATTATAAACCCTATTATTTGTGTCCCGGAAAATTATTTTAATAATGGATTATTAATTGTTCATATTTTTTGGATAATAATTCTAGGATATCAAATATATAGCCAATGTTTATAAAATAGCTATTTTACTCATAGATATAAATGGACATCATACCAAATTATATATCTTCTTATCTCCAAGAATATTAAATTTATTTTAATAAATAAATTTAATAAAATCCATCAATACGAATTATAATATTACCTCTTGTTTCGACATTAATTCTATCGGGACGAAAATCCATAGTAGTGGGTAAATCACGACCATTACTTCTAACAACACGTGTGTTAGGATATATTCTTTGAGCTTCAAAAATAGTTCTTCCAATAAGAGATCTAGCAATTTGTTGAGGATTTAATTGAGGTCCTGGTCCCCATACAGGAGGACGTGATTGATTTGGTGGTCTGACTGGATCACATACAATTCTACATCTACGACCTAAATTATCATAAAAAGTCGTGCCTGTATTTACATTGGGGGTAAATCCCTCAACTGGAATATTTTGATTAGCAGCATTATTGGGAACATCAAATCTGCCATATTGATTTACAGGAACAGGGACAGCTTGAGTAACAGGTATGTTATTGGATGAAATAATTGAATGTTGTCCTGATGGTGTTACTGTATGAATTGGAACAACTGATACATTGGGAGTGGTATGATGAGCAGGAATAATTGGTACACTAGGTGTGCCATTATTATAATCTGGTGATCTTAGGGCATAAACACCAGCAAAAGATAATTCAGTTGGTCCACGATTTCTATCGTATTCATCATACATGCCTTCAAGGAAGCCAACTTTATCAAATTGACTTTCATTAAGTTTTGCCCAAGTATCATTTCCTGGCCAATCACTAGGTTGATAATTTCCGCTTGACATTATAATTACTAGTAATATTTTTTTTAAACGAATTATTGATTAAAATTTATTTATACCAAAAGATAATATATTACTTTTTATAGGCAAAAATATAATATCCTATTTTAATATGTAAATGTTTTATTTGTTTATGGTTTTTATTTTTATTGTTTCCACTAATATTTTTATTTTGCATACATATAATTTATAAATTATATAATTTGTTATATAATTTATTAATTTGATAAAAAATTTATCACAATAAAAATATATTATGATAAGAGATCCAACTTATTATTTAAAAAAAGCAAAATATTTTTACAATATTTCGAAACAAAATGATGACAATGATTTAAATCATTTACAGAGTGAATCCAGTGATATATATGATGATTCTGATACATTATCAGAAAATTATTACGTAAATAATTCTGAAGAAAACATAGATGAAGAATCCAGTGAAGAAGAAATTGAATATGAATATGTAAAATTTGAACCAGTTGATATAAATGAATTAGTTAAGGAAAAATTAAAAAATGTTCCACCTGTTAAACCAAGATATGGTAGATTTTATGATCCTGTGTCAAAACATTATTTTTCCACAAGCAAAATATTTGATGATAATGGAATTAGACCAAACAATAAAAGTACACATATTTGGTATCCTGAAAATTCTTTGAGCTATAAATATGTACGCGATCCTAAAACAAATAAATTATATAAAACTTCAAAAATTTATGATAATGATGGAAATTATAGTCAAGATTTAACAGAAGTAAAAAGAAATAATGTGCGAAGACCAGGTACTACTTATGTAATACCTGTTTATAAGAGTAAATAATATATATTAAAATAAAGTTTTAAAATATATTTCAGATATATAAGTATTAAGATGCAAGATTATTGTGCATGTGAAGAATGTTGTTATGATTATATTATTGTAGGTGCAGGCTGTGGGGGTTCAGTAGTTGCTGCAAGATTAGCTGAAGATAAAAATAATAAAGTGTTGTTATTAGAAGGTGGTCCTGATAATTCATTATTATTACAAAATAATAATATTACCGATTATCAAAAAAAATTAATATCAACACCAGCATTTTTATATGGATTATTTCCTAGATATCATATTAATCCAACATTACGAGGATGCACTAAATATAAATCAATGGGTTATATTGAACCATCGCCATCACATTTAGAATTTACCACTGTAAAAGAATATGGTAGATATTATACCTATCCTCGAGGAAATGGTGCTGGTGGTTCTACTAATCATCATAATTTAATTGATGGACGAGGTAGCCATTTACCATATGAACGTATTGCGAAAGAAATGAATGATCCAAAATGGTCATATGATAATATTCTTAAATATTATAAAAAAATGGAAAATTTCTATGATGAACCAGAAGATGAATATCATGGAAATAATGGTTGGTTAGAGGTAAAATATAGTGGATTAGAAAATGAGTTTTCCCATGAACTAATTAGAACCATTCAAGAAGAATTAGGTGCGCCTTTTGTTAAAGATCTTAATATTCCTGGTCAATATTCCGGATTAGGAATTAATACAGCACAAGTTGATAGACGAGGAATGAGATCTTACGCTTTCAAAGATTTATTAGTTCCAATGTTATTAAAACAAAAAAATTTACCAGATAAAAATTTATTCGTAAAATTTAATTCTCTTGTTTCAAAAGTATTATTAGATGATTCTGAAGGTAATATTAAAGCTTTTGGTGTAGAAGTATTAGAAAATCCTAATTTATATTCAGTAGATACTACTGGTAATAAAGTAGCCAATTCTACATGCACAGCTATTCTACCCAATCGTGATAATTTTACTGTAAAAAATTATTATGCAAAAAAAGAAGTAATATTATGTGGTGGAGTATTTAATACACCTCAAATATTAATGTTATCAGGTTTAGGTCCAGAAGAACATTTAAAAGATCTTGGTATTCCTGTTGTAAGAAATTTACCTGGTGTTGGACAAAATTTAATGGATCATCATGAATTTTGCATGAATTTTGAAATTGATCCAAAAAAATTTATGTGGCGTTGGCAAGCAGCATATTTACATCAAGATATTGATAGAATTCCAGATGAAATTAAACCCATTGTAAAAAAATATCGTGATATCACAGGTTTTACTGAAAATGGATGTCAACTTGTATTAGATTGGCATAGTGGTTTAGAAAAAATAAATATGGATGAACCAGATTTACATTTTCAAATTTTAAACACATTATTTTTTGATTTTAATCTTAATTTTATAAAAGTAGATGGTGATAATCTTAATGAAAAACAAACAAGTAAAGATAATGATATACCAAATCCATTAATACCAACAGATCCACATGGTTTACCTCTCAAAGATAAATTTTTTGGAAGTCAATATGATCCAGAAAATCCACGAGTTTTTATGGGGGTTCTTATTGAAAACATGAAAATTAATTCTTGGAATGGTACTGTAACTTTACAAAGTATAGATCCAAGAGATGCACCCATTATAGAATTAGGATTATGGAAAGATGATGTGACTTTAGAAAGATTAGCAAGAGCAGTATTTTTAATGAGACAGGTTATGAAATCTCCAAATATGATGCAATTTTCTCCTGACCCTCGTAATTATGCCAGATTCGAAATATTACCTGGTCCAAAAGCTGATAGTATTGAAAAAATAATGGAATATTTAAGAACTTGGTCATCATTTGGTCATCATGCGGCTGGAACAGCCAAAATGGGTCGTGATGATGATGAAATGGCTGTTGTTGATTCTAATTTAAGAGTAAGAGGTGTTAAAGGATTACGTATAGTAGATGCGTCAATATATCCCGCTCCTCATTTACATGCGTATAACCCTACAAGAGGAATTTATATGATTGCAGAAATGATATCTGATGTAATAAAAAATGGAAATTAATTATATTTTTTATTGAACAAGAAAAAATATAATGAATTACGTTGATATATTTGTATCACATATACTAAATAATTCATCAAGATTAACAAATGTGGTACGAAATTTAAGAGATAATCTTTCTTTAATTTCAGAAGCATTAGTTCGTAATTTAAGGGTAAATACAGTTCCATTATTAAAACTTATGGTAATTTCACCATCTTCAGATATTTTCATACCAAAACTTTTTATTTCTTCTAAATCTTTATCAAGATCGTAAATTCTAAATCTATTTTTATACAATTTTAAAATAATCCTATCACTATCATTAAATAAATGATAATATAAATTTTGTGCGCATTTTCTTTTTTTTGATAATGTTTCAAAAACTAAATTAGAAAATGGTTTTATGATTTCTTTATTTTTAACTTTATCACTTATTTCAGAATACTTTTCGTAATTTTTAATTTTTTTGTAACATTTTTTGGATATTTCTTGATATTCTTGAGCATATGCCTTATGAACATTTGTATTTTTTTGATATTTACAAATTTTCATTAATTTTTCTGGAATGATATCATTCACGCATATACTTTTATGATTCATGGAAATATGTATGATATGATTTTTATTGCATATTATTCTAAAATCATGAACGATTTCATGATCATCTTGTGTGTTTATTTCGAATGATTTTATTTTATAAGATAACTTATCAGTAATATATTCCACTAATTTTTCCACAATTTTTAATGAATAAGAATGATAATATACTTTATCTTTCATAGATAAATCTTCACTATCACCATTTTTTATTATTTTTTTTGATTCAGAGCAAACATCAACTTTAACTACTGAATTAAATGTGGAAGCGATATGATATAATAAAATATCGTTATTGACAGACATATTAATATACTATATTAGAACCGCATTACTAGGTATAAAAATTATTATTTTCAATTTTTTAATAATGAGAATTTTAGCCGGTATTAAAGTACCTTTGTACCAAAATTTGTTTATTTGATATGTATTTAGTATATGTACAACTAGATAAATAAAATTGAAATAAATATTATAAAATAATATTGCTCATAAATATTAATGGCAAAAAATAATTTATCTATGTTACTTTCCGATTTTTATGAAAAAATTAATCCTAATAATAATTATACGCGATTTGCTAAGGTACTAGATGCAATAAAATCTCAATCTAACACAAATGTAGAATCTATTCAGGATCCACGTATAATCTTCCAAAACTTTTATAATAAGATTAAAACATTTTCTAATGGTCCACTGGGTTATTCTGTAATATTATCATTTTGTGTTTTATTTTATTTTTACTTTGCAAATAATTTTATATATTATTTGATTGGTTTATTTATTCCAGGATATTGGACTTATCTTTTATTATCAGATGAAAATTTTATTATTATAGATATTAAAGATATGGCAATATATTTTGTCATTTTTTCTCATTTGGAATTTTTTAGTTTTATTTTTGAATCAGCAATATCATTAATATATTTAAAAATAGCAATTATTATATTTTTTAATAATATATTAGTCTATAATAAAGATTTACTAAAAACTATTTACGAAAAAATTATTGTATTTGACAAGGTTGTAATAACTTTTATGGGATTTGTATTGGTTAAGTTATATAATGAATTTATAAAAATAATGGATAATGTTAATATTTTAACCTTAGCTGATTCAAAAAAACAAATGTAATTATTTAATATATAATAATAACATGTTGATTAACATTTTATTATTAAAAAATAACCTTAATTTATATTAATATGAATTATTCTTTAACAGATTTACCAGATTCAGGTCCTAATCCTGTTGTTTACATGGATATTTCTTTAAAAGGAGAAAATTTTGGTAGAATATTTATACGATTATTTAGAGAAGTTTTTCCTGCCGGTGTAGAAAATTTTGTTAATATTGCAATAGGAAAAACATATCGAGTTACAGAACATGGTTCAGGTCGCTATAGTTATAATAAACATGTCAAAAGAACATATGAAGGATGTCGTTTTTTTAATAAACTACATAATAATTATATTGTGTCAGGTGACATTTATAATAATGATGGTTCTAACGCCGGTACTATATATTGTGACGAACCCATACCTTCAAACTTTGGAGAATATTATTATCCACATGAAACCAAAGGTTTAGTTTCTTTAATACCATTTTATGATAAATCAACAGGTCAAAATTATTATGATTCCACATTTATGATTACATTAGATGATATTAAACCAACAAATGTTTTAGAAGAATTAGATAATGACCAAATTGTAATTGGTCAAGTATATCAAGGTTTAGATGTTCTTGATAAAATGAATGAATTATTAAAACCATATGCCGGACGTAAATATCCAGAATTTATTATAAGTGGGTGTGGTGTTCATATGAATAAAAATAGTGTAAGAAAAAGACCAATACCAATTAATAATCGTAAATTTTTCAAGAATAAACCAAAATTATTAGATTTGGAAAATGATAGTTTAAAAGATTAACATTTATTGGCATAATTAGTGTATAAATTATCTTTTCGAACATTTGTTGACCAAGCATTAATGCGTGGATCATTTCTTGCTTGTATAACAGACGGGCAAGCATTTTGATTCGATCTTATAATTGTTCGGTTGTGGTTATTATTATTATGTAATAATCTTTGTCTTTCATCAATATTTACATCATACGGTACACCATAATAATAAGTATAAGGATTACCTGTAAAATTTGTATAAGAATATCTAGAAGTCATTATATGGTAATAGCATAGAAAAATATTTCAACACGCACTTATTATATACTAATATTAATAATAGGGAGTTTACTATATTATATTTGTTATTTGTTATGGAAATTATATTTATTTTTATTTAAATAAAAATAAATATAACATACACATTTTAGAAAATGTTTCTGGGCGTAATATTTACAGATTACTATAAATAATACTCTAAAATGTTTAAGTATTTGTTTCGGTATCAGATTCATTATCAGAACAATCACTTGAATCAAGATCTAAATCTTCAGGATATTCAGTAATTTTTATTTGTTCTTTGGCTTTTATTCTTTCTAAGAAATCACTTTGTTCTTTAAGAACATTATCAAATTTATATGCAGGATCAATTCTTCTTATTATTCCACTTTTCATTTGAAGATCTCCAATAACCAGATAATACTTTTCTTTTATGTTTTGTGATATGATAATTTCATAAACAATAGAATCAGTAATAACCATATCAGTTGTTTCATGTTTAACTTCAAAAAAGTTAAAATCAGGTTGTAATTTTAAAACAAATTTTGATTTGATATCTGACATAAAATTTCTATAATATTTATTTCTTTCTTTTTTCTTTGAACGTTTTTGATTATTATTTTTTTGTTTGTTATTGGATTTATTTTCTTGTGAATCTTCATTACTAGATTTATCTTGTGAATCATCATTATTAGGTTTATCTTGTGATTCTTCATTATTAGATTTATCTTGTGAATTATCATTATTATGTTTATCTTGTAAATCATCACCAGGATTAAGTAAAACATCAACTAATTCTTCATGATTTTTTTCAATTTGGGATTCTTCTCCTGAATTATTTTCTTTATTCTGTGCTTCAATTCTTTCCAATTCTAATTTAGCTTTTTCTAATTCTTGTATTTTTTTTTCAGCATCTCTTTTTATTTTATCACGTTTGATTTGAACTAGGTCATATACTTCTGAAGAAATATATGTGTTCAAACTTTTTACCAACATAATTCCAGATCTCATATTTCCCTTAATTTCTTTATGGTCAACAAATGTAGTATTACCTTCTAAAGAAGCAAATTTACATGTTCTAAAAGTAAGATCTCCTACACGATGTTTTTTACAAATAGCTTCGAGATTTAATATTTGTTGATTTATTTTTTTTACATTTTCTCGTTTACGATTAATATTCATCTTTTTGGCTAAAACATTTCTTGGTAAAGACATTCTAATTATAAGATATTTAATATATTTTATATTAAATAACTAACACATAAAATATTTTTAATTCAATTTTATTCGTCAATGGCTTTATAATTAATTAAAGCAAGTGTTTTTGGATTAACACCATTTTCCACAAATAAATCATAACATTTCAAATATATAATTTCTGATTCTGTTGTCGCTTTTATTTTATTTAATGAGGTAAAATCAATACCATAATTTATTAACATTTTTAATGTTTCTGGTAATATATCCCTTTGTAACATACATTGCAGATCATATTTTGATATAACAGATGCATCTAATTGCATATCAATACATAATTTAATAGAATCATTGTAAACTTGTCTAATACTTTCTCGGAAAAAATTATTTACATCTTTATATTGTTTAAAATCTATACCAATTTTGACAAGATATTCAATAATTTCAACATGAAATCTGTTCAAGGAAATTTTACACACGTATTCACATACATTGTAAATATCTACTCCATTTTTTATCAAAAACATAAAATTATTAATACAACCTATATATGCTGCAAATTTAATCGGTGAATTATTTTGTGCATTTATGTCACCTCCATTTTTAATTACAAAATGGAGAAAATCAGCATTGTTTTCTATTGCTGATCCTGCAATAATAGCATAATTATTTAAATGACACATATCAATTCCCATATTTAATAAATATTTTAGTATTTTTATAGACTTATTAATAACAGCAATTTTAAAACATTCATCTAATTTATTATAATTTTGTATTATATTGTTATCCATTAAAAGTTCAAAATTATTAATATCATCATTACCTACAATAATTCGTATTATATCATTTTTTATCATGTCTGATATTTTTTCAAAATTTAAAATAAAATCATTTCCTTTTTTCTCAAAACACTCGTTTAAATATTTTTCTTCTTTTGAAGAAATAAACATGAATATATTTTTTACAGAGTAATTAAGAGTGTCTAGTAATATATTATTATTGGGAGCTTCATATTTATTGTAGGGATATTTATGATTCATATTAATAATAATAATAATATTATTATTAACAATATTTAATATTCAATTTTTTGTGTTATTGAGATCTTCCATTCAAATTAAATAAATTAATTTACACATTTTCAGAGTCCATTATGTAAACAATATTAAAAGGATTCACTCCTTGATTTATCAAAAAATAAAAAGTATCTCTACATTTTTTATCACAAACGGATTTATTTATTTTTGATTCACAAAATGAATTTATTCGAGACAAATCAACACCAGATTCTACCAATAAATTTAGTATATCCATATTTTTTGATTGAATAACCAAAAAAATATCAAGATCATTCAATAAATTTACATCAGCACCATATTTAAGTAAATATTCTACTGTTTTCAGATTACCATCAAATATACTTTTACGTAAACAAAAACCTTTATCAATATTAATATCAACTCCTGATTCAAAATAATATTTTACTATGTCTAGATTTTTTCCTATCGAGTTTTTTAAAACAAAACAATCATTGACATATGGATCTGCACCATTTTCAATTAGGAAAAAAAATATTTTAGAATCATAACCCAAAAAATTTCTTATTGGAAAATTATTATCCACGGTAACATCTCCTCCGTTTCCAACAATTAATTTTAATATTTCAAATGATGATCTTGGAGCAATTTTGACTGCTAAATTATTATTAGATGTCACATCAAATCCTTTATCAATAAATAATTTTATGAGATTATATATAATGTCTCTATTACTGGTAAGAGTTGATTTATATAATATCGAATAAAATAATATGTTGTCCTCAAAAAATATATCTGAAAATGTTCCTAAAATTTTATATAAATGGGAATATTTACTCGTAAATAATAAATATTTTAAATATAATTTTTGTGTTGGTTCATCAAATTCATAAAATTCATTTATTGTGACATTATTAAATTGTAAATTTTTTACTTGATATGAAATATCAATGTTATACTTACTGCCATATTCCATCATAAATGATTCTATCGAATCATCATTCAAATCAAGAGAATCCATATATGTGTCCATTGTTACATTTTTAAATAAAAACTAATAACTATAAATTTATTAATCAATTTTTTCATTAATAAATTTTTATATGTTGTGTGGATTCATACATACAGCTAATAAATCAATTGGATTAATACCTGAATCTATTAATATTTTTATTGTTTTGTGGGTATCAGATCCACCTATTTTATTGAAATAACCATTAAAAATAGAAACATCTAATCCATATTTTATTAAAAGTTCAATAATACTAAAATGTTTACCATTAATAACATCAACTAAATCATCTGGTTGTAAATAATAAGTGTTGGCACCTGTTTTAAGAAGTAATTCGGTTATTTCAAATAAATTATACCATAATGAATATCTAAGAGCTATACCATTTTGTGCATTGACATCACATCCTTTAAATAATAAATATTCTACAGCTGTTATAAGATTTTTTTGTACAGCTGTTATCAATATATGGTCATTATAAATATGTAAATTAATGCCATAATCATCCAAAAATTTAATTTTTTCTAAAGGATTATGACGTGATATTGCTGCATAAAATATTAAATCATCTTGTAAACATATACTACAATTTTTTAAAATATATTGAAATATTTCAATATTTCCTTCTTGTGCAGCAATTTTTGCTATTATATTATCTTCGATATATAAATTGGCACCAATATTAATTAAATATTCAATATTATTAAAAATATTATTAACAATAGATAATTTTAACAAAATTCCATTTTCCATATTGACATCAAAATTATAAATTTTTGATATCATATTTTTTATATAATCCAGATTATCTGTTGCCATTAAATATTTTATGATGGATAATTGATATGATTTATTTAGTAATTCAAATTCTTTAATGGTTCGTTCCAAATTATCAAAATCTATATAACGTTTAATAGATATCTTTTGATTTGAAATATGATAATCTCGTGTAATTATTTGTTTTAAATTATGTGGTAAATCATTCATTGTCTATATATTTAATAGAAACATTTTGGACTATTCAAATGATAATTTATTATTGTGATCTCCAAATACCTTTAAAGTTTTTTCAATTGCTGTATTTAATTCTGATTTATTAAGATTAGAACACATAAAAACAATTAATTTAAGTTCATCACGAGTTGGTATTCCTTCTTCATCAACCGATGCAATACCATTTTCTCTCATATATCTTATTTGTTTTTGACAATATTGATTTCTATAAGACCAGCATGGTTGATTTTTTAATTTAGATATATCTCCATTTAATTCTTTAGCTAAATTATAAAAAGTAAAATATTCAGGTTCCAAATCTTTTATTTTAGCTAAATTTATTAATTTTTCTACATCAAATAATGGTATTATTGGTGCATCCGAATAGTAAAGTTTTTTAAATGAGAATGCTTTATAATCTAATGGCGTAACACATCCTTTTGATGTTTCTTTTGGTTTACCACATTTTGCTCTAAAACTTTCATATTTTTCCACAACATCTTCATAACTGACAGCATATTCAACTTCTAATTTTTGATTAACGGCATTATGAACTCTATAAAACCATTTAGTAAGAGATTCCCTATTTTCTAAAACTTCAGTAGTCAATGCTGTTTCGCCTTCTGTAATAAATTTTTTATAAGACTCTCTACAATATTTACAAGGTAAAACATCTCCTAATGAAATAAAAAAATTTTTATAATTATTTTTATCATCAGAGGTCGGTTTAAGTGGATAGCCAAATGTTACTGAATGACAAAAAGTCCATCCAGCACCACCCCATACTTTTGTAATGAGTCCATTATTTCTATGATCACCATGATTTATAGCACATTTAGAATTGACTCCCATGATTGTTTAGTTAATAATTTATGAGATAATATATTATAAGTTTATCAAGTATCCAACAAGTGTAAAATATTTGAAAATTTATATTATATACGGTTTATTTTTTTGAAAACTCCTTTTGACAATGAGAATGAAAACATTGACCATTTGTTATCGATACATCACAATCAAAGTTATTATTTTCCTGACAAGTGTTGCACGGTTCTGATAAATAGTCTCTACAATAAACACAATACGTTTCAGGATATTTTGATGTGAGAATACCGATTGGTCTAAAATCGCTAATATTAAATATTTTATCCTTTTTAGGATTAACAAAATCAGTGTCAAAACTGTAACTTATTGTGTTTTTAGACATTTTAATATGATATATATTGCAAAATATAATGAATAATTTATTTTAAAATCAATTTTTTTAACGTTATAAATAATTATTTATATAATTAAATAATATTTATGAGTAATATCATAGAAAAATTCTATTTAGATATTTATAACAAAGACTTATTACCTACAGATCATATTAAATATCTTGAATCTTTAAAACAAAAAGGATTTGAACCAAAAGTAATTTATGATATAGGTTCATGTGTTTTACATTGGACGAGACATGCTGAGCGTATTTGGCCTGACGCTGAAATAATATTATTTGATGCAAATCCGCATTGTAAATTTTTGTATGGAAAATATAAACATTATTCAGGATTATTGAGTAATGAAAGTAATGTTCATAAAAAGTTTTTTTTGAATGAATTTTCTCCAGGTGGAGCATCATATTATAGAGAAATTGGTTCTCACAATTCAAAAGAATTGTATCCAGAAAATAGGTATTATAATTATTTATCAATGAAATTAGATGATGTTGTGGAAAAATTTAATTTTCCGAAACCTGATTTTGTAAAAATGGATGTACAAGGAGCTGAAAGAGATATATTAGAAGGCGGAGTTAATGTTATGAGGGATACAAAACATTTGATAATGGAATTACCAAAAACGGGTGTAAAATATAATGAAAATGCCCCAACTTTAGAACAAACATTAGATTTGGCGAAAAAATTAGGATGGAGTTGTGAAGCGCCATTATTTTCTGACAATGGTGATTTTGACGGTGATTATGGTTTTGTAAGAAATTAGTTGTTAAATATTTCAGCGAGTGTATAAACATAATTATCAGTTAATTTTAACTTATTATGTGTACCTAATAAATCAACAAATTTAATATTTGGATGAGTATTTTTTATCATATCATATAATTTTTTACCTTGATTATATGGCACAATATCATCATTAATGCTATGTGCAATTATTATTCTAGTTTTATGACTTATTAATTGTATTAGTTTTTGTGATTCATATTCTTTGCCCATAAAAAAACCTATTAATTTTCCAAAATATCCAAGACCTAAATTATTAGATTCATGTTCTATCATTTTCGATAAAGAATAAAATGGTGAAACTAAAATTAATGAATGAGGATGAAATTCAATATCAAATTTTTGGGTAATTTCTGAAACTAAACGTAATGCAACACTTGAACCTAAAGATTCTCCATAAATACAAATTGAAGAAGGTTTATATTTTAATACATTTATGGTATATAACCATATTGATTTAGCGTCGAGATTTAAAGTATGTGATGATAAATTTTCTTTATTTCCCGACGATTTACCAAAAGATCTATAATCAAAAACTATTACTGAAGAATAATTGTATAAAAATTTTATTATTTCATATCTCATAGATACATTGCCTTTATTACCATGAAAATATATTATGCATTTATCACTATCCGGATTTTTTATATAATAAACATCTAATAATTCATTATCGCTTGTTTTAACATATGTACATACAATATCATCGTATGATTCTACGAGTGAAAAAATATTTTTAATAAATTTACGATATTTACTTTCAACAGGTTTAAAAGGTTTATAAAGATTATCTTGTTTAAAATATACAATAGCAATTATAACAATAATAATAACTATTATCATTGGGATTAATTTTTTATACATTGAATATTAGTTATGAATAATATTTCTATATTTATCAATAAACGTATAATCTTGGCACTTAATTAAAAAATTGATTTCTTTATTTTTTTAATAATCAAATCAATTATGTTGTATATATATGTCTAAAATAAGTTACAAATTTTTGTATAAAATTCCACATAATATTAATGATGAAGATTATTATCATAATAATAATATAGTTGAATGTTCTGCAAATATATTTAAAAAATTTAGAAAATATCGTGAAGTTATAACAATTGCGGAAATGCAATCTGGAAAAACAGATGTTATGAAAAGGCTTGTATTTATCATAAACAATTATAATAAAGATTTGAAAAATATTGGAATTGATATTGATAAATATAATATATATGTCATAATATGTGCATCTTCTTTAAATTTAAAAACTCAACATCAATTAAAATTATCTGAAATAAAACACAAAATCTATCATTTAAACGATATAAATAACATGATTAAAAATCAGTCTGAATATGAATCAGTATTAATTACAATGGCAGATTCAAGTTTGATTATATTTGATGAATGTCACTGTGATGCAGAATGTGAAAAACTTATTGATAAATTTAGAAAATTAATAAAAAGAATTTCAAAAGAAAACAATACAAAATATTATAAAGTTGGATTCTCAGCGACAGCTTATGAACAAATATTAGCTGGGTATCCAAAAGTAATAATGTGGCCAGGTACAGGATATTATGGAATAAGAGATATGTTTAAATTTATTGAAAATAACAAATCCACTAGTCTTCCAGTAATTTTTCCAGCCAAAAATTTATCTATTAGTAAAGAATGCGAAGAATTATTTGAAGAAATTGGTATATATAAAAAGTATTATATTTTTAGATTACCAGGAAAAAGAAATCTTGATGACGTAATTATTGAAGGAATTGCTGACCAATTTAAAATTCGTGGATCTAAAATTGATACTTATATTTATGACATGAGTTATAAGGATAGTATTAACAGTCTAATAAATGAAAAACCTAATAAACCCACTGTTATTTTTATCAAAGACAAATTAAGATTGGGTGAATATTTAAATACTAAACATGTTTATTTGGTACATGATGATCCTAATAATATGTATACACATACAACAGTTCAATCATTATTAGGAAGATGTTGTGGATACAATAAAAAAGAACATGGAACTTTAATTTATTGTGATCATAATAAAGCTTATGAACATTATCTTTGGATTATTAATAATTATGATATAAAATATATACCCTCTCATGCAAAATATATCACCAAAAACAATAAAATAAGGCAAATATGTATATATTAATTGAATAATTTGTTTCTACAATTACTATATATAACACATGAATTGGATTGTCCTAATTATTTTAGTTATAATAATTTTGATATTGATATCGTTTGGAATTTATATATACTATCGCCATAAAAATGGTAAAAAAATATTACCTTATGGTCCAATTAATGGACAAGTGCAAGGTTATTCTAATTTAGAAGATAATTATGAACACCCATTTATTATCAAAAATTTTATTAATAAAGAAAAATGTAAAGAAATTATGAACAATACTCAAAATAAATTATTCGATTCAGAAGTTATAAGTGGTAAAAATAAAGCCATTCGTAATAGTCAACAATGTTGGGTATCTAAATATGATCCTATGGTTAAATCTATGTTCCAAAAAATATCTCAACAATTTAATATTCCATTAGAAAATGCTGAAGATTTACAAGTTGTAAGATATTTACCTGGTCAATATTATAATGAACATCATGATGCTTGTTGTGATAATAATGATAAATGCAACGAATTTATTAGTCGCGGAGGGCAAAGATGTTTAACAGTATTAGTATATCTTAATAATGAATTTGAAGGAGGTCATACTTTCTTTAAAAATTTGAATCTTAAAGTAAAGCCTGAAACAGGAGATGCTATTGTTTTTTATCCCTTGGCAAAAAATACAAGTAAATGTCATCCATTATCTTTACATGCAGGAATGCCAGTAACTAGTGGAGAAAAATGGATTGCTAATTTATGGTTCAGAGAAAGAGCCTTTAGGAATTAAAAATATTATATGTGTATATTATATTTTTAATGAGTATATTTTAAACACCGTATTTTTTGGCAAATTGGGATTTTGACATAGTTTTAATTCCTAATTTTCTAGCAGTTTTGTATTTATTTGACGATTCATCACCATCTTTGTAGACTAATAATGTAGTATTTTTACTAACAGATCCAGGTGTTTTACCACCTTTATCTTTTATTATTTTTTCCCAATTCTTATTTCTAAAACCTGTAAAAACAATGGTATGATTTTGGAACGTATTCTTTTTATTTGGCTTAGATGTTTTACTATTGGATTTAGGTTTAGATTTTTTATTAATGGATTTTTTATATTTTGATTTTGATTTCTTTTTAGTAATCACTGTATTGAGTAATTCATCTACATCTGAATCACTTGATTCATTTTCTTCAGATAAATTTATGTTTTGTTTTTCTTTTTTATATTCAATAACAGGTTTATTTTCTGATAAATCTGATTCTTCATCGGAATTTATTATTTCCTCATCAGTATCTTCTTCATTTTTTGGAGGATCGGTTATCATCCATAGTTCATTAGAATCAATTATATCAGTTGGTTTGGATTTAATATTCGAATCTTTTCTTTCCGAATCATTAACAAGATATATTAATTTCAATGGGATTTTTCTTCCAAAACGTTGTGCTCTTCCAATCACTTGAGTTTCAAGTTCCGGCGTCATTCTATGATAAAGAATTAAATAGTTAGCTGACTGTAAATTTAAACCACTACCGTAATGCTGCGAATCTAACATAAGAACATTAGTTATTCCTGCTTCAAATTCAGTTATGATATTAGTTATATGTGCTGGTGTACCAGCTAATAATGAATATTGCAATCCTGCTTTTGAAATATTTTTAATAATTTTTTCAAAAGTCTGAGAATAATCAGAAAAAATTAATATTTTTGGATTTTCATCATTTTTGGAAATATATTTTAAGATACATTCTAGTACTTCAGCCTTATCCATTTTATTAAAAGGATTTTTGCTTTCTTTTTTATTTGATAATGATTTCCCTGACTTATTACTTATAATATGATAATCTTTATTACTTTTTATAGGACGTCGACAATATGGACATTTGGCACCATTTCCTCCTGCTTTTAATGTTGCTGCAAGACATTTCAAGCAGAATATACTTTTACAACATTCAAGAATAGCTGGTGTATCAAAAGGTTCTGTACAAATAAAACAACATTCATCTTTTATTGATTTAATTTTTTCGTTAATAGATTCTAAACGTGTTTCACATGATTTAATATTTTTTTTTATCATTTCCACACGATTTTGATGAGCTTCAGGATCAGCAGGTATTAAAGAACTTACATATTCCAATTCTTTTTCTAGATTATGTAATTCAGTTTTGACTTTATCTGTTAAAACCTCAATAATATTTTCTTCTGTGTCAATATTGCAATTTAATTTTGTCACAGCTTCTTTCATATTTCCTGAATTTATTAATTGTAAAACATCATGAGGTATTAAATCTTGGAATGCTTGAACAACACGTTGTAATAAAGTATTTATAATAAAAACATGTGGTTTAGGTAATATCATAGATTTATCCACATACTCATCTTTATTTTTAATAACAAAATAATTTAGAAGATGTTGATAATGCCCAAATATTTTATTAACATATCTACGACAACTTTTATAAAAAATTGAAGTGGGTGTTGCTGTTAAAAACCAATTAAAATTTCCAAATTCATCAAAAAATGGAGGAATTACTGTGGAATCCATTTCATCAATAATAACTCTTGCCCATTTGATAGATTTAAATATTTGTTTAAAATATTTGTATCTTTTAATATTTAACAAAAATATATTATATTTTCCCATTGTTTCTTCTATTTTTTTTGGATCAAATATTTTATGTTGGAAAAGTTTTTCTTCAACATTATTTTTATTATCACCATCTTTCTTTTTTCCTCTGGTTGATTTTTTAATTTCAGTGGTAATTACAAATTGACCATTTTGAACTAATGGAATCTCAGTAGCTGTATTAGTATATTTAACATCAAAAAATATATCAAAATCAGATTCTGTATTTAATTTTAAATATGATAATTTTGATTTATCAATAAATGATGCCCATTGATTAACTAGATTATGTGGTACAACAATTAAATTTACATTTACTGATTCCTTCTGAGTTATCATTTTAATAGTAAAATGATCCGTACCAAGAATCATTTTATCATGTGTTTTTGGTATTAAACTAGTTAAAATTAATCCAATTATTGTATAGGTTTTTCCTGCTCCAACTTTATCAGCCAGAATTGCTGAATTTGTTTCTAAAATAAATGTAGAGTTACTAAATTCGTCTATATCATTAACTCTATATTTTACAACATGATAAAAATCACTTCCAAACTCAGGTCTATCAATTACTATTGTACCCTGTTTTTCTAATTCAATCATAGCACATATAGACGTGAGTTGATGGTCTTTCAATTTAATTTTAAAACCTTTAGGTTGTCGTATTTTAGGACTTTCTTCATTTAATTCAAAAAAATTCATGGATATATAGTAATAATGACCCTATTTTTTATATAATAGAAACATGTTTCAATTTTTAATGACATGTATTATTTTTTATTGGTAATATCTTAATAAAAATCTTAGATAATTGTATAGAATGATTATAAAAAGAATACCAGCAGGTACACGCATATACTTAACCAAAGATAAATCCAATTATTTTTATTTACAACCTGGAAAAATATATATAAATGATAATTTATATGTAGTTTATGATGTAAAAGTTGATGGAAAAATAGTAATTCCAAGAGGTACACGAGTCACTGGTCGTTGGATAACACAATCAGTCCCGGAACCAGCTGCTCAATTACAATTAGATAAAATATATTTATCAGGAGCAGGACAAAATATATCTGCAGATTCTGAAGTTATTACCACATTACGTCATTTTAAAAAAAGACATAACATAAATAATAAACCATTTTTATATAAACAAAAACATTGGAATTCCATTAATTCAATAAATTCAACAAATATTATTAATCATGCAATATATAAAGATTCTTGCGATCCAGGAAATATAGGTATTTCTTATCTAGAAATTAATTCAAATGAAATACCTGTCATACTTACCGAAGATTTGATACCTATGCCTTGTTTTGATTAATTATATTATTTAAATAAATAATATAAATAAACAGTTAATAAAAAATTTGATTATTATTTCCACTTATAATAAAAATAAAATATATCTATTATTATATAGACGAAAATCATGTATTTTATTAAAAAAATTAATCTTGATCCGAATCAAAATTATAAATCATGTGAAATTGTTGACCATACCTCTAAACAAATTGCCGCTGCATTACTTATTTTAGAAAATAGTGCTAGATCATTTGTTAAAGAAGAATGTGGAAGAGAAGCTGGTGAACAAGTAAAAATTATTGATATTAATGATTTCTCACAAGTTCATGAACCTACACTTGAATCTATGCTTTTATACAGATTATCCAATGATAATCATAAAATTCATGTTTATCAAAAGAAAAATAAAGTAACTCGTGTTAATGGTTGGATAACAAGTAGTGATTATGTTGTATCAGAATTTTATCGTGTCTGTATATTTGAACTTGAAGAATATAATAAATTAAGTATTTCAACTGTTCACGCAAATGTTTCTTATCAACCCATTCCTGAAGAAATGGTGGTGATAAATTCGGGTATTAAAATACCTAAAATCATGACTGTGGCTCCAATGTGTGATCTCATTAATGAACTCAAAAACTCTGATAAATTTAGAGCAAGATATCGTGCCAATAATGATAGTGAAGCTCAATATTTTAATTCATGCCAAGTAACAGTTGGTATTGCTAATCCTACTTTTTCCAATAGACCCAATAGAATTTCTGAAAACTAGATTTAATATGTGTAATCAATATTATGTCTAGGATATTTTAAATGTTATATTCATTTTTGTAAAGCAAAAATGAGTATAACACATTCTAAAATGTAGAAAATATTACAATATATTAAATTGTACATTCAATTATTCAAAAATAATACAAGTTTTTTCCTTGTTGAGATGATATCTTTTCAATCCCACGAGAGTAGCATACATATATTGCTCATCGTTAATTCCCAGTTTCAAAAGTTTTACTACCTGTTTTCTTGCTTCTTTGGAGATCATACTGTTGTCAAGACTTTGATACACTACAAGAGCATATGTCGCCATTTGTAAGAAGCTTTCTCTAGTCCAATACTTACCATCGAACTCAAAATAATTTTCCACAGCGAATTCATTTGATGATTGATTAGAAATCAATTGATAACCATTTCTTTTTTGGATTTTTTTTCTTGGATTTTTTCTCAGATTTGATTGGAGACTTTTTGAATTTTCTGGTGAAAATATTTTCACATTCAAAAAAGATGTTGAGACAACCATACATTTTAGTTTTAATGTATAATGAATATTAGATATTAGATATCTAATATATACTTTTTATTAAGGGATTGTTCTAACATTTAATATTTCAATTTTTTATAATGAATTTAATCAAATTATTATAAAAATTTATTGTTTCTCATAATCATTTTTAGAGAAAAAATTTGGTAATTTTATATTAGTTTGTTGTTGTATAGCATCAAAAATGGGTGGAACTGTTTTAGCGAGATTACTTATTACTCCTGTAAAATCACCTTTATCATTTCCTGTACTCCATATATTTATTTTAGGATTCATATCTTTTATAGCTAGTGCTTGTTTATCTGCTATCACAGAAAATAATCCATCACGATCAAATACACCCTTTTCAAGTGCTAAATAAAAGTTTGCCAATTCTGGATTAGCATTACTTACTTCATATATTCTTTGTAGTCCTTGTGCGGTTGCTTCTAATTGTGCACGTATAGCTTCTGCTTGTTTACATTTGGCATAGTATTCAGCATCTGCTTTTTTATTTTCAGCGTAATAAGTAGCATCGGCACTTATTTTAATAGAATTAGCTTCTGCTTCACTTATTTTTATTTTTTCTTCACCAATTGCAGTTGCTTTAATAATATGTTCTGATCTTAAGCGTTCAAGTTCTTTTGCTTGTTCTTGTTTGAATAAATCAGATTCTATTTCAATTCTGCGTGATTCAGTTACTTTATGTGCTTCAATTTTTGCAATTTCTTTTCTTTGATCATTTTCTGTATTAGTTATTGTATATTCTCTATTATAGTTTGACATTTTTTGATTTTGTATTGTTTCTGTTTCAACTGCTTCAGCTTCTAATATAGCTTTTTCCTTTCTTGTAATTATTTCTCGTTGTTTTTCACCAATATCTCCTTCTTTCAATGCTTCGGCAACATCAATTCTGGAATGTGTACGAGCTGATTCTAAAGCTTTTTTCTTTAGATTCTCAAAATAAGAATTTCCTTCCGTATCATGCATTTCTTCAATATTAGCATTATGAATTTCAAGACCAAATTGATCCAAATCTTTTTGAACCCGATCAACCACATTCTTTTTGAATGCTTCTTTATCATTAAAAATTTCTTGAATTGTCATGGTGCCAACAAACGCTCTTGTTTCACCATTAACAATACCTCCTATAATATTTTTTACTTGATCCTCATTCATATCGCCTAGTCTAGTGGCATAATTAATAAACCCTTCGAGATCTCTTTCTGGATGTTTTGGACTAACTGTGAATGTGACGGGTAATTTAAATGGTACTAACTCTTTTGACATATTACTTCCAAGAAAATGAAAATTGATTGGACTTAAATCTATTACTTTAATTTCTTGGAAAGGCCATTGAAATGTTTTTCGACTAACATGAACTCCTTTCACAAATGCTCCTGTTTTAGCCATATATTGATTCGCTCTCACAGAACGATATCTTAAAGCAACAGCAGCAGCCATTGGAATTCCCATACTTGCTGCAGTTACAGCACCAATTTTAGAAGCACCATAAAAACCAATTAATTCCATTTGTTTAATTAAATATTAAATTAGTATAGTACGACAATATAAATTTCAATTTTTATGTAATCTCATTATATAATGAGTTCAATAAATTATGGTGACACTGTTTTTATTGCATTTCCTGCTTTAAGTTCTCCTATAATATTAACAAATGTGGTAACTGGAACAAATCCAAATATAACAATATTGCGTGGAACAAATGGTACGATTGCTGATGCTGATCCATATGTTATTGATCCTACACCAGGTCATAATGTGGGTAGTGCATTAAACAATAATGATATCATTCGTTTAAGAAGATTAGGTGATTCACAACAAAGAGTTATTACTGATGGATATTCCACAAATTTAAATGGAAGAACACTTGGTATTGCATATTTAACTAATAACACGGGTAATGATACTTATTGGAAAGTAGTTTCTGTATTACCTTCAACAGGTCCTATTACATATGGGCAACAAATTAGATTAGAAAATGTTAATACGGGACGTGATATTCTATATATAGTATTAACTATACCAGGAATTTTAACTTCAAGTGATAATACTTCTGGTTCTATTATATCTTTTGTACCAGGACCACTTGATAATGCACAACTACAATGTTGTAGAGATGATCCAAGTTTAATACAATTAGGATTATGTGGTGACTATAAAGGCACTTCATGTACGGGAAATTGTGATACTATACTAACTAATTATTGCGCACAAGTTACAACCTCTGATCCTAAATGTGGATGCATATTACCTCCCAGTTTTTATGCAACTTCAAGATTAGTTGGTCCGCCAGAATGTATTGATGATCGTTGTGTTAATACAAATTCATATCGTAAAAGTACACAATGTAAACCAAATTGTAATATTATTAATTGTGTAATAAATGCAAATGATATAGCTGGATCAAATATTGATAAAATTATTTTTGAACAAAAATGTGGGAATTTACCTACTCCCGGTACACCTGGAATACCTGGAATACCTGGAACTACTGGTTCAAATAGATTGAGAATATTTTTGGTAATTTTAATAATAATAATTGTATTAATAATATTGGGTTTATTTTTGTATTTTATTTTGAAAAAATAATAATTATATAAATTTAATCCTTTAATTTATATAATTTATCACATAACATTATGAATATGAATATGAATCCTTACGTTGCGCAATGTCCAAATAGAACTCCATGTCCCTATTATGATTATTATGCTTATCCTAATGTAAGTAATCCGGTTTACGGATGTCATAATACCTACGGTACATATGGTACTGGTGCTCTTCCTTGGTCCACAAATCCGTATTGTGGTTTCAATAATGTTTATAGACCCTGGGGTTTAACGAATAATATTACTATTCCAGCCATATATCGTGCCGGAAGTGGTGGTAATGTAGTAAGACAAGGAAAACCTAATCCTGCTATAAGACCATCTTTAAGATATTAATTCATATATTTTTTTCCATAGTTATATATTTATTGTTAGGAATATCATTTGTTTTGAATCCCATTTTATACCAAAAATTTAATCTACGTATCGAATATTTATCTTCTAAACTAACTGATAAAATAATATGATTATAATTATTTAACTGAAAATATTTTTCCATAAATATATATAACGGTGTTCCAAATCCTTTATTTGCACAAAACCAAATTATTTTTACTTTGTTATTATCAATTTCTTTATATTGACAATAACCTTGTAAGGTATTATCAACTTTTATTCCAATAAGAAATCCTTTATATTTATTTATGTCATTTATAACTTGATCTAGCATACGGTCAGAATCTAAATACATTTTATCTAATTTTAATACCTCACTGGCATCATTTTCATCTATTGTATAATATAAAATTTTTCTTCCGTCAACTATGTGTTGTTCTTTGACTTGATTAATTGCTCGACATCCATTATTATCACAATGTCTTTTTTGGGTAAATACGGAATTTTCTTTATTAATATGTTGTTCTGGTAAATAAACATTATTAACTATCATATCGTCATCAGAAGTCTCACTTGCTTGACCTCCACGTTGATTGGATCTACTATTTGATCTTTTAGATCTACTATTTGATCTTTTAGATCTACTATTTGATCTTTTAGATCTACTATTTGATCTTTTAGATCTACTATTTGATCTACTATTTGATCTTTTAGATCTACTATTTGATCTACTATTTGATCTTGTAGACCTACTATTTGATCTCCAAGACTTATTATTTTCACCATTGGAATCCATTTCTTTTGTTCTGGCATAATAATTACTCATGAATTCTACATCTCGTGACATTCTTTCTTTATTTTCTGGAACAGGTTGATAATTTCTGATAAGATTCATTCTTCTAAGTACAGTTAATGGATCATAATCTTTACTAGCTTCTATTAAAGCTTGTTGACGTTCGCGATCAGGCTTGTGTACATCATAACCATAATCTCTAAAATGTATATCTCCCCTTGGAGTTGGTAAAATTTTTGGTCCTTTACCAGGTTTACCCATATCTTTCATACATGTTGCTGGTACATAAGTTTCTGGTATGAAAGACGCTGGAACTATTGTTCCATCAGATCTAACAAATTCACGTCTTTGAAATCCTTTGCGATAAAATCCTTTTCTTACAATTTCGTCTGGTCCACATTCTATATTTTCTTCTTGTTCGTTATCTTCATTTTCTTGGTTATCCTGTTCTTCATTATTGTAATTTCTCGGCATAATAATATATGTTATAACTGAGATTTTTTACTATAATTATATAAAAATACACCAATGAATATATTTAATGTTTCTGACTATTAAAAAAATAATTCAAGATATTGGATTTCTATATCCTGATATTTCAGGATTATTATCTTTAATACTCACTATTTATCATAACAAAATATTTCTATTAAAAAATAAATTAATCAATTCATCAAATAAAAAAGTAATAGATAATAAAATAATAACAAATAATTTTATTCATGAAGAAATTCATTCAATTCGTCAAGAATTAGAAGATATTACTTATGAATTAAAAAAATTAATAAATAAATAAATTGTCAACCATATTTAAATTTATTTTATAATGTTTATGTATAAAGAATGACAACAGTAAACATTGACATAGAATTAACTAATCAATCCAAAGAAATATTAAAAGAAATATTTAAGGACGATGAATCTAAACTTTCTATTATTAAAGATACTGTAAAATTTGTTTCTCAAATTATTTCCAAGGATAAATTAGAAAAATATACAAATGAAATAAAAAGAATAATTGAAATTGAAAAAGGGAATGGTTCTGAAGTTATTGAATCAGTTGAAATCCTAATTTCTATTAGAAAAATTATTGAAGATCTATACAATTATTTAGAATCTATAAAAAAATCTCTTCTTGATAAATCGAGCAGAAATTTTATAAAAAATAATATTGATTTAATACAACAAGTAGTTATTATTTTAGCAATTCAAGGTTTGGACGAAATTAATGTAATAAATAAAGACACATTAATAAAAATATTATCTTTTGTTAAAACCGTGAATAATATTAGTATTAATATGAAAATTAGAAATTTTTTTTTGACTTGTTGTTTTAAAAAAACCGAATAATAATTTTTAATGGTCCAGGACTTTTAAAAATTGAAAAAATATCCGTATTAAAGGTTCATTGGATAACCATATTAATATAAACAGGTATTAAAGATTTTATAAATAAGTATAGATATATATTATATACGCACTACAAAATGTATCGTAGTGAGAAAAAAAATAGAGAAATTTTTTACGGAAAAATGGATCAAATGATAAATAATAATCGATTTATACACAATAATAAACCTATTGAAACGGTAACAAATTATCAATCTTATCATAAAGATAAAAAAAATTATAAACCACACAATAATTATTCTCAAAAATATGATTCTAGAAAACATCCACAAAAAAATATAACAGGGCATTATATCAATAAAACACACGAAAATACATATTTACCAATTAATTTCATACAATCTTCCCATATACAACAGGACCAAAAATTTATTAATGGATTATTACAAGATTATTATAATTATAAATTTATCCTTGTCAATTCCTATAATAAAAATCATGGGCAATTTATTTCACAATATTCACATGAAGATTTATTTAATAATTTATCCAAAATATTTGTGAGTAATGAACCAATATTTATTATTATACAAGATTTCGATATTGAAAATAAATTTTGTTGGTTAAATTATAAATTAATCATTAATTTTATGTTAGATGCTTTAATAAATAATAATAAAATAATAAAACTTGTTATTGTGTCTGAAAATACAGAAATATTATTAAAATTATTACCAGATAACATTTCTAAATTTATCAAGGTCATAAAGAATGATAATCATATTACTATTTTTGATGATAAATCAATTGAATATTCATTAAATTCTCGTGAGCGTTATCAACACGCGGCAGAAATTGTCCAAAATTATGTGAATAAAAAATATTATGGTAATTATTTAATACTTGTTCCGGGTAAAGAACAAGCTCAATTTGTGGAAAAATATTTTTCCACAACATCATTAAATATACATATAATCAACAATAATAATTTACCTAAATATGTTAAATATTCTGAAACACAAATATATATTGCAACTGAAGATACATCACATCAATTACTCAAAAATCTCAAAATCAATATCATTGTTGATACTATGACAACTTGCAAAAATAGTGAAAATATTTCATGGAAATCCAAAAATTCTTGCATGTTTCATAAAAATATACTAGAATCAGGTGGTCTATATATATGTATGACATCTGAAACTTTTTATTTATCATTGCCTAATTATAAACATCAACCATTCAATATGATGGATATCATGAAAATTTTAAACATGGGATCAACTTTTATTGACATCTTAAATTGCAATAATATAAATAATTTATTGGAATCTATGCATAATTATGGTATTTGTGATGCAAATAATAAGTTAACAAATATTGGTAAATTTTGCAATGATTTTCCTCTTGAAATAAAAAATTCTTTGTTATTATACCATTTAAATAAACAGATAGAATCAAATATATCTATTTATCTCTGTGTTATCTGTACTATTGAATTATATGGTACGGGTATTTTTATCTGGCCAAAAAAATCAGATAATGAAGATATTATTACATATTCTATGAGGGTTGATGATATTATTGGTGAATTAGAAAATAAATATGGAGGTTATTCTGATATTGATACCATATTTAACATATGGAAAGATTTGATTGATAAATGTAGCACACTGAGTATGCTTGATGTTAGAAAATATTGTGATACGAATGGTTTAAACTTTGGTATTTTAAAAAAGATAATTCTTTTGGTTCGCGAATGCATAAAAATCAATCATAGAAAAAATTATGGATTGAAGATATCTTTTGATAAAAATGAATTCATAATTCCATCGAATAAAGAATTTAGTGTTATTTTTTATAATGCGCTTGAACAAAGTCACAAGGATTATAAAGCTACCATTTGTCATAATTATAAATCTGGTAAATCAGATATTTTATTGGGTAATAAAATATATCGCATAGACAATAGAAGTATACATACAATGGACACAGCTAATAATTCAAATAAAATATATTACGTATTATCGTTTAATAATTATGCCATGGCACGAGGAGATAATATAAATATTGTTAATTTGTTACATACTATTCGTTTTGAAAATGAATATACTTTTGAGGAAATGTTTGATGAATCAGAAAATATTAATTATGATAGTTCAGATAATTTTACAGAATTATTTCCTGATTAATTATTAAATTTATAAAACTTAATTATTAATCATTGTTATCTTGTTGTAAATATTTTTTGTAATTTACAGACACATCATAAAATGTTGCTAACGGCATGATATACTTGTGTAAAAATTGAGAAGCTATATTAAGACGAATAATTAAACCCTCTTCAATTGTGTCCTTAAAAATAAAATATTCAATGAATAAATTATCTGATTTATTTCCTGGTCTATCTAATCTACCTTTTATTTGGGGTAATAGATCACTATTAGGTGGACGCATAACAATTGTGTCATAAATAATCAAGTCGTTTAGTCCATAAGTTCCATTGTGATAAGTAACAATACAATGACGTCCTTTTTCAGGATATAATGGTATTCCTAGATTTGTTGACCAAAATATTGCTTCTTCATTAGCTCGTGCATAAATTAAACACCTATGATTTTTTGATTCCATACGTTTTATTAATGCTTTTAATTGATTAACTAATGTTAAATTTGTTTTTGCACTTGATACTAAAAGTGAAGTCATTTTGGCGAACTTTACTTCAAGACTCATATTTGATTTGTCTATTTCATCATATAATTTTCTAGTTTCTTCGTCTAATGTAAAATAATTAAAGTTAGAGGTCCATTTTCTTTTTATTTTAGAAATTTGTGAAACAATAGATTCTAATAAAATAGCGTCTAAATATTCTCTTCGTTCAGGAAGACCAGTTCTTAACATTTTTAACATATAATATAATTTATCAAATCTTGTCCTAAAAAATGTAGCTGACATCATAACTAAATGTTTTGAAACCATACTTTGACGCCATGCACTTTCTGTCCATAAAGCATTTTTATTTTGTACGGTTAAACATTCATCTATTATTACTAAAAGCCATTTATGATTTATCGGATGATCACGATTTCGTCCCATAGTTGTTACGACAAGTGTATTTCTTACTATTGGTCCAATATCAGAATCGTTCTCTTGATAAATTACATTAAATCCACTCGTATGTTTATTAATTTCATCTTGCCAAGTCTTAATTAATTTATTACCTGGTAATAATACAAGAATACCTGAATAAGTTAGATCATTTTCTTTAATTAATTCAGCAGCAATTTTAAGTGATGTTAAAGTTTTTCCCGCACCAACGTCAGATGAATCTCCAAAACCAAATCTACCGCTTCTAAAACCTGCCATAATTCTATTAACCGATTCTTGTTGATGATCCCACAATTGTGTTTTAATAATAGGTATAGGTCCTGTTATTTTTTTATTATCAAATAATATTTTTTCCAATGTTTTTATTAAATGAACATAACCTGCAGTTGCTTTTTTAATTTGAAAATTAACCGCACCTGATGATTTCAAAGTATCGGGATATAAATAAGAAAATAAATTAAAAATGGCCCATAATTTTCCTTCTAATAAATAATTTATTGAATTTTGCATTTTACCTCCAGAACTACTAACTGGACCAATCATGACAATATTATTTAACTGATTATATATTTTTGTATAAGTCAATGTAACAAGTTCCATATTAAAATATTTCAAATCTTTTTTATTAGGAAACCAATTTAAAAGTTCGCTCGTTCTGTTTTCTCTTAGTTTTAATAAAATGTCGAATTTTATTTCTTGTCCTGAAAATATTTTTAAAATGAATTCATAAAGTTGCGCATCCACTTTTTTTTCAACTAATGGTGTCACTGATTTTAAAATATTTGATGCGTCAAAAAATGGTACATATTTATTATCTATTAAAGGTTTACCTTCTACAATTTCTACGTGAACCTTAGCTTTTATCCATTCAAATCCAAATGGAGGATCCAAATCCATTAAATTTACATTTCTTCTTGGATAATTATTTAATATATTTAAATTATTAGAATAAGTCCATTCATTATTAATTTTAACTCTTGCTGGTTCTTCTTTTGTACCAGCTAAAACAACTTCATAATTACCTGATTTATATTTATTGCCAAATAACAACAAAAAACTTGTTCTTTTAACATTGTCATTTATTTTTATTTTCTCAAAAATAGGTTTTTTCTGGAGTTTAGGTAATTCAATCAATTTGTCAGATTGTTCTAATTTAGCATTTAATGCTTGTTGATGAAAATATTCTTGTATAGTTATTAATACAGAGTCTTCTGGAGGTTTCGGTTTACCTGATCTTATATTATATCCTGACGAAATATCCCAAATATAATTAACAATTTGTTTTGTTGTCATTGATATTGGACGACATGCTTGATAATATAATGAAATATATGTTTTGTTATGCATATCAATACTACTTAAGATAATATCACGATAAACTTTTTCGTCATGTAAAATAAATTTTTTTTGGATAAATTATACATCCAATTATCTTGCACTAATTCAGCCGGTCTATTAAATCCTTCTTTTATTTGTTTTAAAGTGTAATATTTACGCAACATATCACTATCATAGCCTCTCATAATAACATTTTTAATAGCCAAATATAAAGCATTATGATAATCCGAATTAGTTAATATAATATCTTGTAATTTTGCTGTATCTAATTTTTGCCAAGGATACCAATCATCTGTTGTATCGTTATATTGAGCGAGTAAAGCTATATATTTAATATTTTCTAAAACAGGTCGAGTAAATTTATATTCTAATAATCTTTGCGTTATTAAAACTAGTATTATCAAATGTAATAAACTAGGTTCATAAAGAGGAACATATGGTCTACAATCTTCAAATATTGTCACAAATAATCTCCACACTAATTGTTTTGATGCAGAAACACGTAAAAATCCATGTTCTGGTAAATTATAATTAGGACTAATGTTTAAAGCCTCTATTGTTTCTATCAATGCTTTAGATCCATATCTTCCTCTACGAATAGATTTTTGTAATCGTGAAACAAGTAATCCTACTTCTTTTAATTTTGATTGACTATGTTCTCCGATAATTTTACCTTTAGGTTCTAAAATTTCTTTTAATTTAAATCCAATTAGAATATCATTGTATAATAAATATTCGTAATTAGATCGCAATATTGTCGTTTGCTCAACATTAAATAAACCGTTTATTATATCAAAATAATATATCACACTATATTCTATATTTTTTGGATCTGTTATAATATCATTGTTTTTTTGAATTATCATAGTATATATTATGGCATAAGTAACAGGTGGTCTACCAATACGAGAAGGTAATTGACTCATTTCATAATGCATTTCTTCGCCACTTTCAAATTCTTTATCAATCCAATCAGGTGGTACTACAGAATCTCCAGTAACCTGATTATTACCTATTTCAACCACTTTAACAGGAACCATAATAGGATCATATGCTACAGTACTTATCCATTTATCAAATTGGGGATATTTTTTGGAATATTTAAATGCGCCATTATAATCAGTTGTTGCAATTCTAAACCAACGATCTAAAATATAATATAGCTGATCCATACTTGTTAAACCTAAAATACCTAATATTGTTACATAATCTTCCCGTTTCATCATGTTTAATATCCTGATAATAAACTTATTTGTCAACAATGGTTTTACATCATCCAAAAGTTCAACGGCAATTCCATAATATTCACCTGATCTTTCTAATTTAACTATATCTCCGGCGCGTGCTCCTAAATTTGCTACATTGGGAACATCTTTACCATCATCATAAATAAATGCAGTGAAACTTCTTTTTGTTGATGTTTCAACTATTTTTATTAAATCTCGATAATTTATTTCGTCCATTTATTATTAATTTAATAATTATTTTATAGACAGATAATTATTAAATTTTTCTTAAAATCTGATTATATAAATTATAAATATGCAAGAAATTATATCCGATAATTTGGAATATTTTATATTAACTACCATGTTAATATTGATTTTATATACGCATTATGGATTATATAAAAATAAAAATAATTTCACGACAAAATTTATTATTATTACATCAGCAATAACATTTATATTAATATTTACCACTCATTTTATAAAAATTAAACAAAAGAATAAATGCAGTTATGAAGAACGCGTAAATCGTATGAAAAATCCCGCAAGTATGGGATATGAAAATAATGCTGTGGAATTATTTTACGAAATAATAAAAAATCCAGCAATTTTATACATATAAAATAATTTTTATTTGTCTTTAATAATCTTATTTATTTGTTCTTGTACTGATTTAACACCACAATTAAATAAAAATTTTTTCTGTTCATCTGTTAAATTAAATTGCATGGAATCTATATTTTCTGTAATATTAATGATTATACTTCTTGATAAATATTCAGGAGTAACTTGTGCAATATATGCAGATCTAGACATAGTTATACCAATTGAAGTAATATAATCGTATAAACTATTTATTGGTATTCTATTTTTTAAGGTTCCATCGTTATTTTCGTTATAGTTAGCAAATGTAATTCCAATGGTTTCTTCTAGATTTTTGTACATTGTAATGGGATAGTTAATAAACTCTCCACCATCACCATATAAATCACCATTATATGATACAGGTATCATTATAAGAGGATAACCAATACTCATTCTTACAGCATGAGAAATAATCATATCTGGTGTATTCTCTTTATTAAAATATGTAGCACGTTGATAATTTAAATTTGTAGAAATAATGGTAAGATCTATCCTAATTTGAGAAAAAGTGCAATTTTTAATATGTGTTTTATCCGCTATTAATTTTTCTATTTCCTCTTCTAATTTATTGGCATTATAAAATCCAAATTTTTCCCATAAATTATAATACGTAAAATAATTATCACGTATTAAATCATCAAAATTCATGGCAAATACTTTATCTATTAATTCATCAACAGTGTATCCAACAGCATATAATGCCGCTACAATACTTCCAACACTAACACCACTAATTCTTTGCAAATCAAAATGTTCCTTATATTTTTCTAATTCTTTTAAAGCACCTATTTCCGCATACCCATAAAACCCTCCTCCACATAATGATAAATTTTTTATTTTTGGCATTTTTAAGTAAAAATGATATTTTATTTATTAATATCATTGTTATTCTTCAAAATATAAATCAATTTTATCCAGAAAAAATATATACACAAAATGCCGCTGTTGTTAGGATACCTATTATGGTAAAAATATTTTGTATTAAATTTCCACCACAATTAGGTATTTTGCGATATCTTTTTGATGTATGGAACAACATTTTATTATTATTTTTGTTCTGTTGGGGTATATAATTAAATGTATTATTTATAATATTTTTTTGATTTATATATTTATTAATGGTTTTATTTTTATTAATATATTCATTCATTATTATTTTAGCTTGTTCAATGATTTCACTTTTATTAATAATCATTTGTTGAAATATTTCAGGATCTATTTTATCTATACAAACATAATGTGTTAAAAATTTGCTACAACCATCCATTATCGTATATTCAATACAATTTTCTGTACGAGAACAAAAATCACCTATTAAATTATAATTATGAGCAATAATCCATGATCCGATATCATAGATTTGTTCAGATATATGTTCTCGAACCTCGTTAACTGATTCATCAATTATAACACAATGATTGTTTCTATCTAATTTCCAAAAAAAACAATCTACACCATATGTAGAATTATAATATTCTTTAAGATCAGTAATATATTTAGATAAATTTTTTATCATATCATGTCTCATTGATGGAACAATTTTAAAATTACTTGATGTATCATAAATAATATATTGATTACTTGTGTTATTCATCTTTCTTATTATTCTATCTACGAAAAAATGATATTTTAATAAACGTATCTCCACTCTGATTTAAAAATTTAAATGTATATTTAAATTTTTATTTTCAAATGTCGCATTATTTCAATTAATGCGTTTACATCATTAATTGCTCTATGAGCTGGAAATTTTTTACCAAATATTTTAAAATATATTTCTCCCAACTTTTTACTTTTAAGACGTTGTCCTGTTGGTAAATGTAATGGTATAATACTTATTGTATCAATGAATGAAACTTTTTGTGGATCAACCAAATTATAAAATAACATTATTTTATTATCAAAATTATTGCCATTGTGTGCCATCATAATATAATTATTAAAATTTTTCATTTTGGTATTTAAAATTGTTTGTAAATTTTGAATGGTAGGTTTTCCTAATAACATTATTGGTCTGATACCTGTTAATTTTTGTACCTCAAATTTAATATTATTTTCTGGTTTAATTAGTGTGTTAATTAAAATCATTCCAGTTTCATAATCACGGATCGCTATTTCTATAATTTCTGGATATATTGTGACATAATATTTTCCATCTTGAATATAAACTTCTGATTTTGGAATTAATGGTTTATTAACAAAAGGACCTTTTTTTTGTATACCATCACTTGTTTCTAAATCATATACTAAATTTAATCCATTAAAAGTTAATTTCCCAACGTCCGCTAATATAATTAACAAATTAAACATATTTTCCGGACTTATGTTTATAATAATACGATGTTCTAAACCTGTTAACAAGTTAATAATTTTAAAGTCATTAAAATATAATTTTTCGAGTTTATTTTTTTCTAGATGATAACAAAAATTATACAGTAATAATTGTATATAATATTTAATACTTATTTCATTTACACATTTTATTTCTACTATCTTTTCCATTTGACCTTGTCGTCTTTCTATAAAATCTATTTCTCCAAATAACATTAATTTTGGATATTTAACTAATATTTTTGGTTCTATATTAGGTGATAAATAATAACAAGATACATATTTATTAATATCTTCAAATAAATTTTTACCATTATCTAATAAATAATATTTCTCTTTCCCATGATCGCATATATATATGTAATGATTAATATTATATGCATATTGAACAACTATTAAATAAAAAAAATCTATTAATATTTTTTCATAATCGTAATTATAAGATTTTGGATTTAAATACTTTTCATATGCATTTTTAATATCTGGAATATTTGGTTCAATAATTTTTATAAATTCAGTTGTACAAATAATTGAATCGTTCATAGATTTATCTCGCGAAAGATATTTCTCAATAAGAGATCTATCTTTTAAGGGTATATTATTTTTTGTTTTATCATATTCTTCCCAGGACATATTCGCTGTGACAACATATTTATTGAGAATATTTTTCTCACAATCATCTTCAACAACCACAAATTTAGAATTAATTATTTGCTCAATTAATGTAAATTTTCTTGGTTTTACTTCTTTTGCTAGATAATAAGTTAAGTAGAAAAATTCTTCACAAAAAATACCAAATAAAGCTTCATCTTTTCCTCTTTCAATATATGTATGATCTGCATAAATGCGTCTTGTAAAAAAATCTTTATCTTCTTTTATGTCCAAAGAATTAAATATATTATATAATTGTTCATCTGATAATGAATTTATTAGATCAGTGACACCATTTATGCAATAATCCATGTCTTGTCTAAACGTTAATTTAGGTATTTTTAATGGTGTGTCAGTTATATAATTTTTTTTATCTGCTAATGTTATCCAATGATTTAAATATCCACCATAATTATTTGTATAAGTGCAAATATACATTTTACTTATGGCTCGTGATGTCGCTACATATAATAAATATCTGTTAATATCATGTTCTTGTGATGATGGTGGTATATTATATAAAAATTGATAAAAATCCATAACAAATACTAGGTCAAATTCTAATCCTTTAGTTCCATGATATGTTATTAAATTTATATGACCTGGTATTCTATCAACATTTTTCCTTCTATCATCACTTAATCCTGATTCTGTGTATAATTGATTTACTGGAATTTTATTTAGTTTCAAAAAATTAAAAATCACAGATAATCCAACACAATTATTATTACCAATACCTCTTGTTGGACATATAATTGCTATATTTGACAAATCATTATTTTTACCATACCACTTAATGATATTTAAGATTAAAATATGAATATTAGCGGCACTTTTTGTCATTATTACAACTTTTGGTCCATTAATATTATTTGCTGATATTGATTTAGATGTTTGTATTGGTTTAAGGGATTCAGAAAAATCGATGATTTGGTTTGTTGATCTAAAATTTAAAGTTAACTCATACTTTTTACCTGGGAAATTTATTAAATAACTGTTACATGATCTTCTAAATTGATAAATATTTTGATTAGGATCTCCACATAAATGTATTTTTGTATCAAAATATTTTTTTAATAAAACAGCAATTTCATATTGTATTTCATTTAAATCCTGCGCTTCATCAATGAATAAATGTTTAATATTTTTAAATTCTGAAATAATTTTAATATCGTCAGCATTAATTGTTTGTAAAAAGTTACGCAAAGCAATTGATAATATTTCAACATTATCTGATTTATGATATTTAACTTTACACAGAATTGATTTTGCCAGTGAATCAATCGTAGAAAAATTTTTTAATATGCAAAAATTTTCATAGTCGGGAAATAATTCTTTTATTCTTCTATGAAAATCAGAAGCAGCATGTTTTGAAAATGTTATAGCATAAACTTCGGATTTATTAACTAAACCATGATCTACCATAAATTTAACTCTTCCAATGATTGATCTAGTTTTACCTGATCCTGCACAAGCTATTAATTTTGTATCATTCATTTCTAAATTTGTGATATATTTAATCTGTTCTTCGGAAAATTTATTCAGAAAATCTATTTTTGATGTATTATTTATAGCGGATGAATATATTTCTTTGGCTATACTTGGATATTTTAATAATATTTTAATAAGGTTAAATATTTCTTTTTCATAATGAGGATTAAAAATATCAGATATAATTTCGTGGTTAATTCCAATTATTTCTAAATATTTTTTAACATAAACATTTGAAATGAATTTATCAGGTTCGGTGATCAGAGATAATATATATTGGGCTACTACATTTTTATCAATGTCCAGTTGTGTTTTAATCATTTATTGTTTGATATTGTTAAATAATTTATTTACAATAATATTATTTTGAATCAATTTTTATTCGTTTAATTTTTGAACAGAATAATTATTTCTTCATATATAATATATAATATATAATATGAGTAATTATGATAAGTATATTAAGTATAAAAATAAATATTTAAACTTTAAAAAAATGCAACGAGGTGGACAAAGATATCCAGTTGAAGATGAAATATATTTCTGGTCACGACAATTAATGGAACATCTAATGATTATTCATTTAGGTTTGGCTGAAGAACAATTTAGTTTAAAAACTGGATTAATTCGTGACAGAGATTTAAAGAAAGAAGCCGGTGATTTACAAAAAAGATGGAAAATATTCATTGATGATACTTTTGGTAGTAAAGGAATTAAACCTGGTCTTGATCAAGTTTTCTTGACTCAACAAGAATTAGCTAAACTTGATGATATTGATATGAATACTGTAAATCGTTTAATTGATGCCACTGATAAATATAAATCTCATTTACTTACCGTTCTTGAATCTGGATTATGGGTAGGTTATATTTATCCAGCAATGGTTGAACACATGCTTCAAGAAACACTCTATTTTAGAAGAAAATTAAACGGACCTGCTTATACTCCTCAAGAAGAAATTCTTTACATAAACAATCATCACGGCACTGAAATGGCTGCAACAGCTCAAATGATTGATCCTAATCCTTTACAACAACGTGATATTGATATCACTAGAGCCTATGCTAATAAAACTATGTCTCTTCTTAAACTTGGTGGATCACCTATTGCTGTCGAATCCACAGCTCCTTTCCCTCGTCAATGGAATCCTCGTGACGAAGAAATACTTAAAGGTCTTCAACCTTCTGATGAAGCTACACTTTTAGCTATTTCACTTAAATACAGTCAAGAATTAACTGATTATGCTCATGCAACTGGAATTAGAATTGATGCTGGTGAATTAAAATCTATTATCCATCCCCTTCTTGCTCATCATGAATATCGTGAATTTGTTCGTTTTACTAATACTCTAGAAAAACTTGCCGCACAACGTTAAATTATTAATCGAATTATTATTCAATTAATAAGATCATCAAAAACACCTATTTCTTTTAACCATTCTCGTGAACCTATCACAAAAGCTTTAGTATATTTTAATTTTAAGCCTGAATTAATCCACCATCGCAATATTTTTATATTTCTATAACTAATTGCTGAATCAATAGATTTTTCTGTATAATTTAATTTCACACCGGAATTTAACCACCAATCTAAAACTTCATTATGTCCATAACTTGACGCACAATCTATTATTATTTCTTCACATATTATTTTAAACCCGCGTAATAATAACAAATCAAGTGCTCGAATATATCTATCCTTCGATAATTTTTTAATGAATTCTTCACTATATTTTATTTCAAGACCCGATTCAAACCACCAATTTAATGTGTTAATTATAAATTCTTCATTGCGTAATAAATAATCAAATGATTTATCTGAATATTTTAATTCTAACCCTGAATTTAACCACCAATCTAAACTTTTTATATTTCCATTTTGAGATGCGAAATCCATTGCATTTTCGTTATATGATATTTTATTACCGTAAATAAAATACAAATCCAATAAATTAACATAACCATTAGCAGATGCATTGCACATAAACCAAGATGAAAAATAAAGTTCAATATTAGATTCATTTAACATATGGATAAAATTTATAAATTTATTATCTTCAAATACATATGGATCTACTATTACTTTTTTAATACCAATATTATTATAGGTTGAGATATTTAATAAAGAATATTTTTTTAAAATATTAAATTTATTGCATATAAATCCTTCTTGTATGCATTTTCGAAAAGTTGTCCCTGAATCATTCAAATCAACTTCTACTAAATATATATATTCTTCGAAACACCATAAAATTTCTGTTATATCGGTTTTTAATAAATATAAATCATTATACTCAACGGCATATATTCCCAATGGTAAATTATAATAACTTTTAAAATAAAATTTTAAAATCATTTATTAATATTATAAAGATTACAATACCAATAAATTAAAAATAAATCAATTTTTTATTTCTTAATCCGGATGAATTCCACCAATCGATAACAATTTGTTTATCTCTTTCATTACAATCAAAATTAAAAGCTTCTTTTGTGTATTTTAATTCTAATCCAGATTTTAACCACCAATTTAGTTTATTAATATAACCCTTTTGTGATGCTAAATTCATCGCTTTTTCGGTATATTTTAATTCTAGGCCTGAATTTAACCACCAATCTAAAATTTCTGAATCACTGCCATAATAATTTGCAAAATCCATGGCATCTGTTGAATATTTTGGCTCTTAACCTGAGTTATTGATCCACCAATTTAACAAATAAATATCATCGTTATATGATAGTTCATCGATTATTTTTTCAGAATATTTTATTTCTAAATTAGTTTTTATTAACCATTCTAATATGTGTTTTAATCCTTTTGCACAAATATGTTTAATCCATTCATCATCAAATTTAAATTCTAGCCCAGATTTTTCCCACCAAATTAATAATTCTACATTCTCGCACATCCAAATTTCACTCAAAGCATTTTCGGAATATTTTAATTCTAGTCCTGATTTTAACCACCAGTCTAATATTTTTAACTTATTAGATTTAGATGCATTATCTATTGCATGTTCGGAATATTTTAATTCCAATCCTGATTTTAACCACCAATTTAAAACTTCAACATTGTGATCGTTTTGACATTCATCAATGGATAAATTTGTATAGCACAAAGAAAATCCTGTTTTTACAGCCCAATCTAAAATATCTATATGTCCATTTATGGACACATTATCTAAATTTATCACAATGTTTGTATCATTATAATGTGATTGTAACCAATTGATAATATCCATATGACCGTTTTCACAAGATATATTATATAATTCATTTGGATTATTTATTTGAAAATTATTATCAATCCACCAATTTAACACATTAATTTGATTATTTGAACAGGCATTGATCAGCGCTTGATTAGAATATTTTATTTCTAAACCAGAATTCAACCACCAATTTAATACATTAATATTACTAGATCCACTCGCGAAATTAATAGCTTTTTCCGAATATTTAATTTCTAAACCAGAATCTAACCACCAATTTAGTACATTAATATGACCATTTTCACTAGCTGAATCAATAGTTTTTTCTGAATATTTAATTTCTAGACCAGAATTTAACCACCAATTTAGTACATTAATATGACCATTTTCACTAGCTGAATCAATAGTTTTTTCTGAATATTTAATTTCTAAACCAGAATCTAACCACCAATTTAATACATTAATATGACCACCACCTGATGCATAATCTATTGCCTCATGTTCATTATATTTAATTTCTAGACTATCGTTTAAAATATTTAAAATATTTATTAAACCATTTTTTGATGCATTTGCAATTGTATATTTATATTCAAATTTCAAACCAGAACCAATCCACCATTCTAACATTTTTTCATTTGACAAATGTGAATCAATTTTTTCTGGCTGGTATTTTAATTTAAGACCAGAATTTAACCACCATTGTAATACATTTATATGTCCATATCTACACGCATATTCAATAGCAAATTCACCGTAATTCAATTCAATACCAGAATTTAAAAACCAATCCAATATATTAACATGTCCATATTCACAAGCACGTGATATGCTTAATAAAATATCATAATAATCTAATTTTTCTTTGTGTTTGTAAAATATTTCTAACTCGTTTAATAAGCCATATTCACAACATAATCTTATTATGTTCCCTGTTTTTTTTATATTTAAACCAAGTAATTCATATGTTTCTGGATTTGTCAAAGAGTATATATTTTTAACATTAAATTTATTACATAAATAATAATATTTTCTCACAAAAAAATTTAATTCAGGATCATTAAAATCAATATCTATAATGTGAAGATATAAACCTAATAAAATATTTTCAGATAAAACATCTGATAATTTATAAACTTCAACACATCTATTATAAATATATGAACCAGGATTTTTTTTTTGTCGCAAAAATATACATATTGTTTATCCATATTATAAATAAATTTAATACACAAAACTTATTTATAACAATTGTATCTAAAAATATATTTTTCCGCCAAATACTTTTGACATCATTCTTTCATTGTGTTTGATACGTAAACATTCACTACATTGTCCAGAATTATTTTCCAAGACCCATTGTGGTTCGTGATGTTTATTACATGTTGGACACAGTTTGACTTTACAATTGTACGGACATTTAAAAGGTCTATAATATCCATATTCTCTTTTTCTAATACATTTTCCTTCTCCAAAACATTGTTTCATTATCAATTAATAGCTGTTGTCTACTAATTAATAATATTAAAGTGTTTATTTTTTATGTGATTTATTCCATCACTGTTTGTAAAATTTTCGAGGTGACTTGATAAGGATCAATATTTGCAGCGGGTCTTCTATCTTCAAAATAACCTTTTTTATTTTCTACAGTTTCATTTGGAATTCGTACAGAAGCTTTTCTGCTTGCTATACCATAACTAAATTGGTCATAACTTGATGTTTCATGATCTCCAGACATTCTTTCTTTATTATTTTGTCCATATATTTCCATATGTTCTTTGTGACGAGAAGCTAATTTATCCATTACCGAAATAATAATATTATAACCACCATCAGATCTCATTGATTCTGTACTGAAATTAGTATGACATCCTGATCCATTCCAATCTCCTTTAAGAGGTTTTGGATCATAAACAATATATTTCCCATGATTTTCTGATAATTTTTCCAAAATATATCTTGCAATCCATAATTGATCTGCAACATCAATACCTTCAACTGGTCCAATTTGAAATTCGTGTTGACCTGGCGCAACCTCAACATTTGTTCCTGATATTTTTATTCCAGCATACAAACAAGCTTCCAAATGTTCATCCACTAAAATTCTACCAAAACAATTATTTCCACCTACACTACAATAATATTGTCCTTGTTTTCCACTTGGATCAAATCCAACAGGTAAATTTCTTATGCAGTCATAAATAAAATATTCTTGTTCCAATCCGTACCAAGGTTTTTCATTCTTGTATTTATTAAAGATAATATCAGCATCATGTCTATGATTTGTTGGTAAAGGTTCTCCACTTGGAGTATATGTATCACACATAACAATAAATCCATGTGGTCTTCTGAAAGGACATTTAAATAATCTTCTGGGATAGATAAACACTTCAGAAGAAGAACCAGTTGCTTGATCAGTTGAACTACCATCATAATTCCAAACAGGAACATCCATCAAATCATTTACTTGTTTGTAAAGAACACGTGTTTTGGACCTAAGTTCGTTATGGCCACCTATCCACACATAATCTATAATTGTATATCCACTCATATTATAATTATAATAATTATTATATTTTATATTAAATATCCTAATTATATTTTTGGAATTTATAATTTGGTGGACTATATAAATGAATAGAAACTGATTTTTGTGGTGAAAAAATTTCATGCAATTTTTCATTTCCTGTTTTATAAACGATTTCATTTTTACTCAAAATATTGTACTTTATTGGTTCTATTTTTTCACTAATATTAATATACTCTTGTTCATGTAGTTCTCCAGATAAAACTCGCATTAAACATCCTCCAGATGGATGATCATGTATATCAGACTTTTTATTTTCATCCCAAGATATTAAATATATTTCAAAATTATTTGTTCTTTTTATTAAATTTTTTTTGTATCCGTATCCAAATTCTACATAAGATAACCAATCATTACCATTATATTCTTTTAATATATCAATCAAGTCAATAATATTTTTTACTTTCGTAAAATTTATTTCTAATTTGTTTGCAAGTTCATCAAGTGTTTTCATTATATATATTATCACGAATTAATTTATCCAATCTTTTAAAATTTGTTCATTTTTTTTATCATACAAACAATATTTTTGTTCATGTAATTGTTGTTTTTTATATTTATTCTGGATAATTTCTTTAATTTTATTTTGTTTTGCAATTCTTTGATTTTCAGAATTAGTATATTGGTCGAATTTAGATAATCTTGCTCTTAATATTGTTTCTTTGTCTATTTCTTTTGGATTTATTAAATTAAATGTACCACATGTATATCCAATACCGGGATAATTATTCGTTTCTTCCAGAATTTTTTTTGTTTCAATAATATTTTTTTTTGGTAAAATAATTCCCTTAAATTTATTTTTTAGGTACGAAAATATTTCCACAATACATGACAAAAATAATAGCATGGTATCTATAAAAATTATTCTTAATTCTTCCATCAAATATTTATAAATCTATTTATATATTTATAAGTATTATTAATACGTATTAACAATACGATCAAGTCATGCAAATTATATCTTCTTCACCAGGATAAACATTTGCATTTTTAAACAATTCACAATCAACAGCAGCTTCTTTTAGTGCTTGTTCAAAAGCATGATTAACTTTTTTTTATCTAAAGCCATTTTCATCATTCTTTCATCTATCGACATTTTAATATCAGGATGAACGGCCATATAAATATATACTTTAACTATTTGTCTTTCAGGCTCAACATCTTTATGTGAGCAAAAACGTATTGCTCTTCCAATAACTTGATCCATTCTTGAAAAATTCCAATAAGGCTCGATAATATGAACTTCTTGTACTCTTAAAAATGATACACCTTCTTTAATACTACTAGAACCTAATATTACCTTAATCTTTTCCCCGAATTCGTTATCTTTGTTGTTAAAAACAGCTTTCACTTCTTCTTTAAAATTAGGATCTTGATCACCAGACCAAATTGCAAATCTTCTTCTTCCAGAACCATGATATTCATAATTTTTATAATTATAATGTTCAAGTAATCCAGCAAATGTTCTAATTCCTCCAAATTCTTTAAAATTTGAATACACAAAAACAGTGCCATTACATTTTCTTATTTTCCTGAATATTCTTAAAAATTTTGGAGAATATATTTTAATGTTTTCTATGTCAAAATCACTTTCTTGCAAACTCTCAAATCCTTTTAAACCCGTTTTCCCATTTGGAAAAACAATATTAGATATCATCCTTGTACCAATAAAAAAACTATTAGATATATCATTATTCACATAATCTATCATTTGAGATTTTTTAGATTCTTCACGCATTACACTTTTATAAATATTTTTCTGATAATCTGACATTTTTATTCTCACAAAATATAATTCAGATTTTGGAAAAACATATGGCGGTGCTCCTCTGTAATAAGAAACATATCCACGTATATCATTTTTAAACACATCCATATTTTTAACCTCATAAATAGGACCATTATTATTATACCTTATGTTCATGAATGTATTAACAAAATCTAATCCTGTGGGAAGTTGATGGTCTCTAAGTAGTAAATTCATAGTCAAAGCAATTTCGTTAGGTTTATCAAATATCGGTGTTGCAGTCATTATAACAAGTCTTAAATCATCGGGTGATGAATGTATTATTTTATATAAAGATTCATAATATGTTCCAGTTTCACTAATCATATTATGCACTTCATCAATTATTAATAAAGTATTTGTCAAATTAAGTAAATTATTTTTTATTAAATCAACAAATTTATTATATGAATAAATTGTATAATATTTTTCAATCAATTTATCAGATTTTTGAATAATTTCACGATATTCTTGACTCGATGGTTCTAATTCTTTTAGTTTTTGTCTATCATTAGCTGACAAATAATTATTATCAGCACATAATGATCTCAATTCAGATCTAAAATTACCCTTAAGACTTGCTGGTAATACTACCATAATCCTTTTTTTATTTTTAAAATTTTCAGCAATATTAATTGCTGTGCAAGTTTTTCCAGCTCCTATTCTATGATAAACTAAGATTCCTGTATATGGTGTTTTTGGATTTATAAATTCAGCCAAAAATTTTTGTGGAATTTGAAATTCATATTTTTTTGGAAAACAAAATTGTCTAAAATTTTTTTGTTTATTAGGTATTTTATAATCCGAATATTTATTATTTATAAAATTGTAAAATCTATCATCATCAATATTAATATAATTAGACATAATATTAATAACTCATGAGATTATATTTAGTAATATTTTGATCTAGATATAAATTTAAAAGTCAATTTAATTAACTATTTTTATAATTAATTAAATAAATTAAACTAGTTAGCAAGTGAACGCTGACCTGATTTAACCACATAAGCTCTTTTAGCTGGTCTTGATCCAGCGGGTTTTCTATATCTTTGAGTTACTCTATCTGGTCTTGTATCTGAATCATTACCATTATCAGATTCGCTGGTTCTATTTTGTCTTGTCGTAAAATGAGATCTGGATCTATTCATTCTTCCTTGCTGACCTGTATAAGCATTATTTCTGCTACTGGATTTTGAATTATATCTAGATCCAGTGAATGATCTTCTGACTGTTCTTTGTTCAGAAAAACCCCATGAACCATTGCATTGATGATATAATCTTACAAATGATTTATAAAGTCTGCGATAGTAAGACGCTTCTCTAAAGTCATCAGTTTTTCCATCTTGTTGAGCAAAATCAATAAATGTTTGAATTACATCAAGAACATCAGTCTGATTAAGGCATTTTCTAAATTCTTCTGAAAAGGTTACTTCGGGTTCTCTTGAATAAAAGTTTTTCTTAGCAAATGATACACAAAGATTATTTACAATTCTAAGCCAAAGTGAATGATAGTGTTCAAATACATCACTTTTTGAATCACGTTCAAGTCTTTCAAGAAAAACTCCAAACGCTTGTCCATAACTGACACGTCTAAATTCATCATAAACATTCTTAGGAAGAAGAGCAAGTCTTGTAGCTCCAGCTTGAGGACTATAAGGACTGTCGTCTTTTTTAGTTTCAGGTTCAGTAACTGTTTCAGGAGTATCCTCGAATACCTCTTTCTCATTAGTGGGTTCGCAAGTTACAGTTTGAGTTGAGTTCATTTTTTGAGAGTTATTCGTATGTAATAATGATATAATGATATAACTTTATATCGTAAAGAATTTTAATTTCAATTTTTTTTTGACATTTAAATAAAATTATCTAAATTTATGATAAATAATTTTTTATTATTTAGTAGAAAATAAATATATATATTTGTTAACAAATGTATATATTTATAATTATAAAAATTATTCTTCCTCATAAATATCTCGAGAATTATCAGGGAAACTTCTATCATTTTTTGGTCCTCTTCTTGTATTAGGAGGACCAGTCATTCCTCTACCTCTACCTCTATTATATCCTCCTCTATGAGGATATCCTCCGCGTTTTGAACCATATCTTGGTGTATGTCTAAAGTTTTTACCTCTACCTCTTAATAGATTAAGAAGATCTCTCGCTCCATGTTTAAGTTGAGGATTAAGTGTTTCATCTCCGACTTGAATAAGATAGTTAAGTACACCATCAATACCTAGATCTTTAATGGGAGTATCTGGATCTATTTTTTTAGGTGGTTCACTTTTACTTGCAATAATTTCATCATGATCAGATGATTCAACTGGAGCATCTTCCGCTTCAACATCAATATCACTCAAATCATCTTCTTCAGATTCAGTTTCTTGTTTCTTTGATTTTTTAGATTTAGAAGATTTTTTAGAAGATTTTTTAGAAGATTTTTGAACTTCTTGTTCTTCTTCTTCTACTTCTGAGTCTACTTGCTCTACAACATCTTCTTCTTGAAGCTTATCGGTTTTCTTTTTACCTGAATCTTGTTTTGATTTACGAGGAGGCATATAATAAATTGATTTGTTAATTAATATTTATATCAACATTATATAACAATATATTATTATTTCAATTTTTTTGAAACAATAATAAATTTAAATAATACACAACTATATATTACATTTATTATATGGGGAAAAATAAAAAACAAGAAAAAAATGATGAAGAAGAAGTTTTTATTATAGATGATATAGTGTATATTCCGTTAAAAGGAAGAGGTAAAAAAGAGGGTGTTTTTGCTATGATAAGTATAGATAAATGGCCAATAATTAGTAAATATAAATGGTATTTAGGTAAATCAGGATATCCAGTATGTTATGAATTAGGTAAAATGCAATTGCACAGATTAATTTTTACTTGTATTGTTGGCGATAAAATACCAAGTGATATTTTTGTTGATCACATAGATAGGAATAAATTAAATAATACTAATAATAATTTGAGACTAGTTACTCCTCAGGAAAATTGTTTTAATAAATCAACTGAATCTAATTTTAAAGGTGTTAGAAAAATATCGGAAAATAATTATACAGCATGTATAGTAAAAAATGGTAAAAAACATGAAATTAAAAATATACCAACGCGCGAAAAAGCTGCAGAAATTTATAATTTGATGGCAGAAGAATTATTTGGAGAATTTGCAGCATATAACAAAATTAATTAATTTAATAAATTTTATAAAATAAAAACTATTAAATTATTCTTGATATTTAATTGATGGAACACCAAGTACTTTGGCAAGTGATCTAACCATTGGATCTTGAGAATTAAAAGAAATTAAACCACCCATCTCAATATTTCTTATCATATTAACATCAATGTTAATTTTTTTAGCTAAATCTGCTTGTGTGAGTCCAAGTTTATTACGTAAATTACAAATTTCTCTACCCATTTTTTCAGTAAACATTCTTGGTCTAAAATTAGTATCATCTACTTTAACTCCTTTTTCTTTAGATTGAGGTAAATATTTTGACCTATTACGTGATGTATCTTTTGCAACAACTACACGAGGTAGTGTTTTTCTAAAAGGCACTTTTTTGCGTAATATAATAATATTACCATCTTCATCTTCTACTTCTTGCATAATTTCAATAGGTGGTCTTCTAAATCCTTCCCATCCTTCCTGTCTTCGAACAGCTCTAAGCCATTTATTATATTTGCGACGAGCATACCAGTCTTGCACTTCCCATGAAGCATCAGTATTTCTAATACTATTATCATAAAGTCTTGCGTCCTTAAAATGATAAATTCTTACATCATGAGGATTCATTTTATAAGGATTAAGATATACACCTGATTTTTTTGGACCAAAATTTTCTTCGAAAGAAGCGGTATCAACAGAAACTACAAAATCATTAGACGACATTTTTTTGGTACCAATATATATACTTCTGAATATAATTTCTTTTTATATTCAGATATTATTAAATTCAATTTTTATTTATGGAATCGGAATAAAAAACATAATAATAGCTAAAAGTATTATTATTAAATATATTTTAATATTATTATACCATTTGGAACAATTTACAGATGGTATCCAACATATTGGAACTATTTTTAATAAAATATCAACTGGTAACCAATTAATTAATAATGCTAAAACAATACCAACAACGGCAACAATAATTGCACTAAAAAAACCCATTATTAATATATAACTATTGTAGATTATATATTAATATTTATCAGCTTTATTTTGAAGAACATTTCGTCTTCTATTACGACTATTAACAGAAAGATTTTTAATCGCAACAACTTGAGCAAATTTTGACATTTTGTCATTTTTTAATATTTCTTGAATGGCAGATTCTCTCTTATTTTCTTCAGCTCGTTTTCTTAATTCAGCTTGTTCTCTCTTTTTTTGTTCCATTCTTAATTTTCTCAATTCAGTCATACTAGCTTTATTTGTATCTTGTAAATCACCTGATGAAATATCTTGTAAGGTTTTTATCCGTCTGAGATCTGAAAAACTTTTAACATTTCTTACAGTTTGTTTTTTAACATCATTTTCCATTTGTTTTGCATATTTACTTGGTATTTTTTTAGTATTTGATTTTTTACGTCCAGGTAAATTTGCTTCTTTTGCCTGTTTAGCTGCGTGCATTTCCATTTTTTTAGCTATGGCACTTGGTATTTTTCTTTCAGTTTCTGTAATATTATCTGTTATTTCTTTGGTATTTTCTTTATTATCCATAATATTATTATTATTTACTCCTGTTTTTGAAAATTTATTCATACTCATTGGTCGTCTTTTTTTAATCACTTCCATTTTAATATCATTTTCTTCTGGATTATTTTCTTCAACACCATTTTCATCAACATTATTTTTTTCTAGATTATTTTTTTCTAGATTATTTTTTTCATGATTATCTTTTTCTTGATTATTTTTTCCCAGATTATTTGGTAGAATATTAGATATTTCTGTCTCGGATAATAATTTTTCATCTTCACGCATTATTAATACTTGTTTATCTTGTTCATTATTTTCATTTTTACTTATGGGTAAATATTTAACTTTTCCGCCAATAATAACTCGTCTTTTCGGACCATCAGTGTTGACTTTATTTTTTGGCATTTCTTCCTTTTGATTTTTTTGATTATTAATTTTTTTATTTTTATTCAACATTCTATTTTGTTTTTCAAGAATTTCTAAATATTTTTGTTGATTTGCCAAAATACTTTTAGGAGGGCCTCTTTTCTTCTTTTCTGGAATTGAAATATCAGAACCATTATTTGAAAATTCATTTTGGCTCGTTAAATAATTATCTTGAAATGAATTTTCTCCAATAAATTCACTATCATTGTTAAATTCATTAGATTTATTTTGACTATTTTCAGAAAAAGTTAATTTTTCTGATGTATCATCTTCAATTTGATTTGGTTTTGATTCTGTTTCATAATTTTTATCATTACTGGAATTTTCGTCATCATTAGAATTATTATCATTAGAATTATCATCATCGGAACTGTCTTGAATGTTAATGTCGTTACTTATTATAGCAGTATTTTTATAAATATTTGTGGGTAATAAATTCTCACTTACTTCCTCACATAAATCCCCATCAACTACATAACTATTATCATTAGTTTGTGAAATATCATTAGAAAAGTATACATTTTCTTGTGAACTCATTATATATTTTGAACTTATAAATTTTATTAGTAAAATAAAACTTATATTAAATAATTTTAGTTTACATTGCCCAATATCTCCAAGCAATAAACAAAACAAGTAATACTACTATAGCAAATAATATATTATAATCATTTGCTGCGTTACTAGCTACTATGGGTGGTGATTGTATAGGTAATACATTTGTTGGGTTTTTAATATCCAAATAAGAATTCAAATACGGACTTTGCATTGAATCTCTAAGTGCTGTATTTCCTGCATCACTTGCATAAAAATCACTATAATTAACATCACGTACATCTTGTCTCAAATCATCATATGTTCTACGCACAAAATCTCTTACATCATCATATGATCTATTAGCTGCATTTCTGACAGTATCATAAGATCTATCTGCAACATTTCTAACAGTATCATAAGATCTACCTGCAACATTTTCAACATCATGATATGTTCTGTCCAATACATTTCTTGTATCATTGGCAAGATGAGATGTATCTTGTGCAAGTGTAGGAAATGGATTAGCTGAGTTAATGAAATTATACGCATTTGAACCTACGTTTTCTATATCTCTAACAGGATCAAAACTACTGTATTGTGAAGTATTGTTAAGATCAAAACCTTGAACTCTTTCCATTATATTATATTTTAAATAGAATATAAATTTACGAAAGATTGAATACCAGCATAATTTATATATTCCTATAATTTTATAATGAAATATATAAATTTATACCATTATTTCTTTTTATTTTTTATTATTTTTACGTTGTCTTTAATGTAACTATAATTATCGTGTTTATCTATATTTATAACATAATCGGCTTGGTTTTTTAATTCTTCCAAATGGCTAATTATTATTACATATTCATATTGCGTTTTTATATAATTCATAATAGTTCCAACATTATTTAAATTTTCTGTGTCAAGACAACTCCAACCTTCGTCTATTATTAAGAAATTTGGTTTAGCAGTTAAGGAAATTTGACACAATGTCATCCTTATCGCTAAACCAATAATAAATCTTTCAAAACCAGATGCTAATTGAACATTGTAAGGTTTAAGATCATTATAACATATATTTATATCTATTGAACCCATATTTGATTTTAATTGTTTGGATTTTTGCTCTTTTATTTTTTCTTCATCATAATACATAAACTCAATATTAAAATTTACCATTGAATGTAATATTTGATTAACATCAGATTCAATCATTGGCAAATAAGTTTTTAACATTTCGTATGGTAGACCATTATAATTCATAATTTGAACATATAATTGGTATAAATTTGATTGATTTGATACTTCATCATATTCTTTTCTATGTAAAAGATATTGTTCTATTTCTTTTTTATAAACATTAATTTCTGCTTCTTTTTTATTAATATCATGTATTATTTCATCCACAATTTTTTGCTGTTCTTCTTTTTCAAGGAGTAATTTATCTAAAATTTTATTTTTCAAATCCCAGTTAAAATATTCCAAATAGTATATTTCAAGTAATTTATATTCTAAAATAGCTTTATTTTTTTCTTTTATTTGTTTTTCATTTTCTTTTAATGTTAAATCACATTTTGATATTATTTTTTTTAATTCAATTATCATTTTTTGGTGATTATCACAAATTTCTTGAAGAGATGTTATTTCATTACTTATAATATCAATTTCATTTTGAATATTTTTATTCGATTCATTGTTATTAATATATTGATTATACAATTCTAATTGATTGTCTATCATCTTTATTTTTTCTTCATGAATATTTCTTTCATTTTTTAAATTTTCCACTTCTTTTTTTGTTCCACTAAATTCTGATAATGCATCTAATTCTTTTTGCGCAATGTCAATATTTTTTAATATATTTTGATTGTCGTAATGATTAAATAAATTTCCACTTTTAATATATATTTCCTGTCTTGTATTATTATATTCATTTTTTATTTTATCAATATCTGGTAAAATATTTTTTGTTGTATCTAGATAAATATTAGTTTGTTGTATCCATTCTAAATATTTATCATAAATTGTGCCAAGTTCATTATTTAGTTCTTTAATAACTTGGTCATTTTTATCATTGGTTCCAATTTCATATTTGTCAAGAATATTTTTTATATTTTTTATTTGTTTAATATATTTATTTTTGGATAACAATATAATTTTTAATTTTTCTGGATTATATTTTGTATGTTTACTATTGAATATCTTATAAATATTTTCGTTAAGTGACAAAGCACAACTTATCATCTTTTGATTTACTTCTTGAATTTGTTCAAGAGGATTTTCTGTTACAATTTTCAAAGATTTTCTAAGATTTGATATTATTATCTTTAATTCATCTATTCTACACATTTTATCACTTAAATCTTTATTTTTATGATTTTCCAAAACAGTATTAATTGTGGATATTTTTTCAAGAGATTGTTCTTTTTGTTTGATTAAGTTTTCATCAAGTTTATTATCAAAATTTTCGGGAAGTTTTATAATTTTCCTCAATAATTCTTCTTTTTTAGAAATAAGAATTTTTATTTTTTCTTGCAGTTCCAAAATATTTATCTCTTCTTCAATTTTTTTTAATTTTTCTATTGTTTCATTTCGAGTATTATTAATCTGATTAATATCAATATCCAGTTCTTTATTTATTATTTTTTGTATATCTTTTTGTTTCTCAACTATTTCTTCAATTGTTTTAAAATTATAATGAGATAATTCATTATATGTTGTCAGAGAATGTTTTTTATGTTTATCAATAGACAATTGTATTAAAGATATTAAATTATTTTCTACATGATTTTTATTTGACTCGAGTTTTTTAATTTCTTCATTAAGATCCTTCACGCAACTTTTTATTTCTTCTAAAGATTTTTGTCCAACTTTTTGTTCTAATATTTTTAATTTACCTGTAAGTTCTTTTAATTTATCACGAGCATAATTATAACAGTCTTCAAAAACATTTAATTTTAATATATCATTCAAATATTCTTTTTTTTGAAGTTGTGTCATATCCGTAAAATTAAGACTTTTTCCTTGTTGTAAACAAAAACAAGTTGTTAAATAATCATTATAATCACCAATAATTTCAGATATTTTTTTATTTGTATCATTTTTATCAAGACCATTTAAATTTTTCTTTATAATTTTACCATTTTTGTCTTTTTCTAATAAATAAAAATTAACATCTATTTTGACAGTTAATCCATTTTTATTTCTACATCCTAATCTTTCAATTAAATATTCTTGACTGCCTACACTAAATAATAAACTACAATACATACTATTTTCATTTTTATTAAGTATATCTCTTCTTTCTCCTCTACTACATTTATCAAATAAACAAAATAATATAATATCTAAAATAGCGGATTTACCATAATGATTTGGTGCAACAATCCCAATAATTTTATTTGTGTCATATTTCCTAAAATCAATAACATTATCTTTACCATAAGATAATGTATTTGAGAATTTTAATTCTAATAATCTCCATTTTTGATTTTTAATGGCATTATGCATAACATCTGCTACTTGATCTTTTTTTTGTGATAAAATTTTTTGGTAAATCTTTTTATGCAATTCAATAATATTATTCACGGAAACTTGATCTAATTCTTTTTTTTCAAGATATTTTTTAATTATTACTTCCTGTGTTGTATATGCTCCTGTTTCTTTTTTTATTGTTTTTTGACTTGGTGAATCATTATGCATTTTAGTTTTAAAACTTGATTCTTTGACAATTTCCTGAATTAAATATTTCTTTTCCAAATTATTAACTACCTCCTGATATTGTAATTGATTTGTATTTTCTAAAATAAATCTTATTCTTGGTTTCTTTGGAATTTCTGTTTCTATCATTTGTCCATCAACAATTTTTACGGTACAAAATCCAAAATCATTTTTAATTTCCAAAAATTCTGTTTTTTGTTCAGAAAGATTCCATTTTAATATCCCATGTTTATTTAATGTTTCACCATATGATTGTTGAATAAGAGATCCTGAATAAGCTATTGTTTTTGATTCGTTCATGAATTGAAACTTATGAATATCACCCAACATTACATAATCGTAACCATCAAAATCTTCTGCTAATAATTGTTCATTGTTCATTCTAAAACCAACATCTGTTTTAGCATTATGTACTGGTCCATGATAAAGAGCTATTTTATATTTCTTTTTTTGTTTTATTTTTTTCCACATTTCTGTATTTATTTTTTTAGCAGATACCAAAATATCATCAAAAACACTCGTTACACCAAAAACTATATTTTGATACTGATATATACCAGATTTTTTTAAATAATAAAGATTTTGTAATTTACCTACATCTTCAACTATAGGACTAAGTGCATCTAATCTATTTTTATTTGACAAATTACAATCATGATTTCCTGGTATTAATATTACTGGAGCTATTTCATTCAAAGATTTAAAAAAATGATAAGCAATAGAAACCGCTTCTGGACTTAATTCAGTTTTGGTATGCATAATATCTCCTGTTAAAACAATTAATGAACGACTTTCATTATTACCTATAGATGATTTTAATTTACAATAAGTCCTTTCAAAAACGTCTCTGTATTCTTGATGTCGTTGAGTATTTCTAATATGAATGTCTGAAATATGATATACATATTCAATTTCTTTTTTACCATCATCTTCTAATTTAATATACGTTATTGATTTATCCGAAGATTCAGATAATTCTGAACTATTAGATTTATCACTAGCTGTTTCGGAATTATCACTTTTAATAATATCAATTACAGATTTTTTTGTTGCCATTATTATAAAAATGTGTAATTTGTTTTTAGATGATATTTTTCTATTCAATATTTTTATGTTTATAAAAATATTAAATAATTATTGTATGGGATCAATAGAAATATCAGGATTAATAGTTCCAACTGAATTATCAAGTTGAACAAACATAGAATCTGCGTCTTTATAGAGGACTTTAGATCCTGTTAAAACATTTTCTACTTTTTCTTGAATATTTGAATTCTCATCTGGATTATATGATAAAGTAAATACTTCTGGAATTTTATCATCGGACATTTTATTTAGTTGTTCTAACGTTAATTCTGGAACATTTTTTTCTTCTGTGGTAACAGATGCATCATTAGATACACCAGAATCACCATTGGGACCAGGAATATGAGATGGCATTTCATTAGTAATAACTGGTTCTTGAACAGATTCTTGAACAGATTCTTGTTGAAGATCAAGATCTACTGTAATAGGTTCATCACTTACAGTCACTATATTATTTGTAGTTTTAGTTACATCAATATGAGAAAATGATTCAGCATTAATCTTATTAGTATTTTTATATTCAAGTAGAGTAGATTTTACCTTTTGAATATTACCAGTGTTTACAAGGTGTACAAGTGCAGGTGTAATATTCTTTAGATCTTGATCAAGATTATTATTTCTACTAATGCAATTGTTAAATAGATTATATTCTTGTCTGTTAAGTAGATCTAGAAGAACATCAATACTTCCATTAAAACTTTCATGTTGTACTAGCATAGCCGCAATTGATTTATGACCATATCTCAAACATTCAAAATAACAAAAATTATCGCTATAACTTACATCAAGCGGAACATAATTATTCATTATCCATTCAACAACTTTTCTACGTCCATAGCATGCGCAATGACAAAATAGTTGCATAACAGGACCAAATACTTCATATTGATCAGGAATATCATAAAGATTATCTCCTATCTTTTGTATTCCACAGTATGCATCAAGTGTATTAATAATATCATCATCACTTGTATTAACAGTGATTAAATTGATTAGTGGATGAATGTATGATGAATTTGTTCCATTAGAATCTTTCGTACTAATTAAATTTTTAAGTTTTTGTTTAAAACTTTCACCAGGCTGATTTGAAGGCTCTGTAGTAGATTGATCATTTACAACAACATTTTCTTCATTTGTGGTATTAATAAGAGGTTGATTTTCAAGTGTTTGATCGCTAGTGCTAGAAGAATTACCCATTATATATAATAATAATGTATATCAATAAACTTTATATTCAACCAAAAAATATTTCAATTTTTATTAAAATATTTTAAAAAATATAAATTAATACAAATTTTTATTACGATTTCTTGCATTTTCTATAAGATCATTAAGTGATGGTGTTAATTCATTTCTAGTATTAGCTATTGTTGCAGCAGTTTTTGAATTTTCCATAGCTAACGAATTTGCGTAATTTTTTAGGACCATATTATTTAAACGTCTAATAGATGTTTTTTGTGAACTACTCATATTCCTTGATGATAAAGGAGTATCATTTAATGGAACTGGAACTGCTTGACCAGCAGTTTGGGCAGGCAATGGTGTTAATACATTTAAATCTTTGGACACAGGAACAACAGAAACTGGTTGATTACCTGTAAAGAAATTTGATATCTTATTAGTAGCTTCTCCTAATTTTTTACCTATTGTTGAAACTACATTTCCTGTATTATTTGTAACAGTATTTAGTGTTGATTTTGTTTCATCAGCAACTTGACCAATAGTAGATTTGGTATCTGTGGCTACATTCGATAAAACATTATCTGTTTTATTAAAAAGAGAAGATAGATATCCTACTATTTTATTATATAAAGAAGTTGATGATTTTTGTGAAGGTTCTGTCACTTGAATATTTTTATTTGAAATAATATCCTTGGTTGGTAAAAGAGCAAGATTTGCATCAACATTAATCGCGGCACGTGAATTAATATTTTTAGAATTTAGTGTATTATTTTCTTGGGTATTGTTTACGCTAACGGTACCTTTAGTTTCATCAATATTAGCGTCTACGGGTAAAACTGTATTATTTAAAAGTATAGCATTTTTACCTGGAACTAATACTGCTGATAAATCTTTAGTATTTACTGCCTTTGTTTTTGCTAAATGTGAAGCTACGGTATTTGCCGCATCAACAGCTGATTGTGTTGGTACATTAGAAGTAACACGAGCATTATTCATTCTGGCTACTAATGGAGCTAATGATGCTTTTTTAGATTCATCAATAATATATTCAACATTATTTGTAGAATCCAATATTTCAGTTGGATTTTTGGATTCTAATTCACCACCTTTAGCATTGGATAAAATTACATCAGATTGACCTCTATTAATAGCAATATTACCTGCCTCATTTATTTTTTCAATTTCATCATTATCAAAATATTTTGTATGTTTATATGATTCTAATTTATCATCATGTGAAATTCTTACCACTTTCACTTTAGTATAAACAAAAGTATTTCCTTTCTTTTGTTTTATAAAGAAATTTATAACACCTCTATTAATATCGCATTTAATATTTTGGTTATCCACAGATCTCCCATTTGATAAACAAACATTATTATCATTATACTTCAAAACTAATTCACAATTTTCACATACTACAGTACCCTGACGTGACATTAATCCTTTACCAACAGCATAATATTGTGATAATTCAAGATTATGAGGAATATCTACCGATGATATTTTATTGAATTGTTTTACAAGAGAAAGAATAACAGCATGAATATCATCTCCAAGGACAACATCATCAACAACAAAAACTACATTCGATAATTCATTAGTAAAATTTTGATCCAAAGGCGAAGAACCAATTTGATTATTTAATAGTTTATTTTTGAGTTTAATATATTCTTGTTTATAATCCATATTATATTAAATAATAATATTTTTTTTGTCCAAGATAATCAAGTATTATAAATTTGTGACATATAATATTATGAATCAAATAAAATTAATTGATCTTTATAAATTATTTTTTTGTAAAAATATAATTGAAACAACTATCATTCCGAATCAACAAAATATTATCAATCATCAAACATTTAATTTAACATTAACACCTACATCAAAAAAAATATACGATGCAACTTCTCCAAAATCAAAACCTTATATATTACGTGATTTGTTAAAAAATACTGAAACAATTGAAAATTCTGAATCTAAAATTGACCTTTTGGATCCGGATTATCAAGAAAAATTTCAAAACAATGGTCTTGGATTCTTTATGGAAGATTATATATGTGCATATGGTAAATGTCCAGTATGCGGACAAGCGAGTTTAAGAAAATTTTCACAATCAAATGTACCTGTTATAGATTTAGTTTGTATAAATACTAATTATCATTTAAAAAAAAATAAATGTTTTATTTTCCAAATAAAAATATCTTTGACAGATAATTATTTTAGTTTGAAAAATAAAATACTTATTGTTGGATCTAAAAAATATGGAGAAATTTCCCACATTCATTCGGGTAATGAACCTATTATAAATAAAATAGTTGTTCCAGGTTACATTTGTGTCAAATTAAAAAAAACTGATGAAATAAATCAGGAATATGTCATTGATTTTAAAAATAGTTTTTCGTTGATTCCAAATTATCAAAATAAAAATACTGAAAATTATTATGAATATATAAATATACCTGGTATTCATGGCAAAAATATAATAACCTGGGAAGATTCAATGGTAGATGTTGTAAATTTAAGTGGCATTTTAGAAAATAATAAAATAAAATATGAAGTTTTTCAAGAAAATGAATTAAGTAATCCCTATTGTGATTTAATGTTGTTGTTAAATTAATATGATTATTAATTTAACATAATAAGTCTATTATAATACTACTAACTGTATTATCCAATTGGTTAAAATATTTAAGTAATTCTCGTCTCTTGTACATACAAGCTATTTTAACGGCTTTATAATTATATTGTTTGAGTGAAATACCATTTTCCACAAAAAATTTAATTATTTCTACACTTGTATTAAATTCAATACCTTTAATAAAAAAAGTATACATTTGATCAGGTGCACCACTAAATGCTTCATTTGTAAAAAAGTATTTAATAATATCTAAATGTTTATTAATAATAGCTTGTACACATATTTTACATACAATTTCTGTAATATTCTCAAAATAATATTTATCCAATATTTTTTTAATTATTTCCAATTTACCATTTTCTGCTAATTGATAAATACATCTATAATCTTGAACAGTAATGTCAAATTCTCGATCAATAAAATTTAATAGTAATTCATAATTATTTGTTTGAAGTGCCATTATCATTATATTTGGTTCAATGACATTAAGATTAACATCATGTTGCAAAAGTAATTTAATCAAATTTATCTTATTTTTCATAAATGCTTTTTTAATTGCGGTTTTTAAATTTACAATAATATCAACCGGTGGTATTGTAAAATAAAGAGTACCAAGAGATTCATCAATAGTTCCTAGAGATAACATTTCTGTATCAATCAAATCAGGATTTTCAGTAATTAAACCCATGTTAATAGTATCAACACCTTGTTTTTCAAAATAATCTAATAATTTATTAATAACACGATATTTTACAACGTTTTTTTCTTCAGATAAATCTGGAAGAAGTGAATTATTTATAGTTTGTCTTAAAAATGAAACTGTGACTTTATTTTCATTTAGTTCAATATCAGTATAATCGTTTTTCATGTAATTAATAATGATCCATTTAATGTTTATGTCAATATTACTCAAATATAAAAGTTAATATAATATAGGAATAATTATAATTAATTTTCGTTAATTAAAAATTAATTATAATAACATATATATTCCCCACCTGCCTTGAAATTTTAATATCTATAATTTTTAGATATTAAGATGAGTTTCTGTGGTGGTTGTGGAAATTGTGGTCAATGCAGTGGAGGTTATGGTAAATATTATAATGATGGTTACAATGGTGGTTACAATGGTGCCGCTTGTAGCGATAACTTCGGTGCTTGTGCCAATAACTTAACTGGTAAAAGACGTACCGTTTATTATGAAAATGAAGATTGTTACAATTCACAAAACGCTGCCTCATATGGTAACCGTCAAGCCGCAGCTGCTAATGGCTGGAATGGTGGTTGCAGAAGTGGTGGTGCTAATGGCTGGAACAACGCTGGTTGGAATAACGGTGGTTGGGGTCCTGTAGGTTGTGGTCCCATTGGTGGCTGTGGACCCATTGGTGGAGGTTGTGGACCTATTGCTCCCTGTGGTCCTGGTCCCTGGGTAGGCGGTGGTGCTTGCTATGATGGTTGTGGTCCTGATTTCAAAAAACCTTGCAACAAAGGTTTCCGTAATTATGGAACCCCTGCTGCCAAACTCTGCAAAGGTTTAGGCTACAAAAATAAAAACAATTGGCATTAAATTACCAATTAGATAATTAATTTTTTTTACTGGTAAAACCAATAAAAAAAGAATTTATTAACTGATATCCTAAAATATCAGAAAATAACGAGTACCTGTGTAATATTGCTGTATGACCTTACAAGAATCAAAAAAAAAGGGAATCTCATTTTTGTAATTAATTGCTGTATGATGTAATTAATTGCTGTATGATGTAATTAATTGCTGTATGATTCAACAAAGGTCAGTTATACAAATTGTATCTGTTGATTGATGTAGCTGTTAGGCTTACTAGAATCATAAATACATCACCGAATATATTTAATATTGCTGTATGATTCACTAAAGCCTTATTGGGAACTCCCAATACTATAATAATAGTATTATATCTTTATATCATTTATATTATAAAAATCCTCAAAAATTATATTATCCATTTCACAAAGAATTTTATTAAGGAAGTTAAATCTTAGATGATTTTTATAAAGCGTCTTGTCAAATAAATTATATTTATAAATTTCTATTAAATCATTATCAAAAATAAATTGACGCAATTTTATTAATTTATTTCGTTTTTCTTGAATATTTATTGAAGATTCTAATAATTTAGTGATAAAATAAATAGTTTCACGTGATATTTCGTTATTATCCATATGAATATATTCAAGTAATGAATTTGACTCGCTTAATATAATTTCAACATATCCTGGTATATTTAAACTATCATCAATCACATAATAACCATCAAAAAAATTATAATCTGTTTTATTGCGGAATATATATGGTTTAATTTTATTTTCTGATATTTTACCTGCCAATAAAAATTTTATATTTTTATATGAAGTTGATTTTTCATATATTGATATGTTGGCAAATAAATCATTATCAGTTGTAATAATATGGCATTTTTTAAAAGCAAGTTCATGAAGTATATTAATAAATATATTTATATTATCATTATACATATCTACTTTTTTATAAAAATATGGATTAATATCCATAACAAAAAATATTTTATTTAAATAAATTGTATCATTTATAGTATCTCTTAACCAGGATTCAAAATTATTGATATTTATATCATTATTATATAATTTTTTTATATCAATAAAAATAAATTTATAAATTATTGGTATAAGATATGAAGAAGGAGTAATTATAACATCCAAACAATAATAATCATTAATTTCTGTTGGAGAATATATTTTAGTATATGATGATTCATTTTTATAATTTGGATCATTTAATATAATTCCAAAATTGTATTTTTGCCTTGAAATTTTTTCTAAATAAATTTCTGAAAGAATATTATCATGTTGTTTACAATTAGCAATAAAAAATTTAACTTGATTATTGTATATGTATTGTGTTATTTTTCTTATCATTACCATATTATTAATATATATTAATAATATGATATTGCATGATTTATTGTTTGGTTAAATCAATAATAAATGCTTCTAATTTATTAGGATCAGCACCTTTTATTCTTGTGACATATTTACCTGCTTTAAAAAAACAAAATGTGGGAAATGCATCTATTTCACAAGCATCAGTAACTGAAACATTATTTTCAGATTCTGCATTTAATTTGAAAAAATTAACATTTGGATATTTTTTGGATAAATCTTCGTAATATGGAACCATAGCTTTACAAGGTCCACACCAAGTTGTGTAAAAATCAATAACAGTTAAACCTGTGGTATCATTACCAATAGCTTCAATAAATTCTTGACTACTTGTTACTTCTTTTACCATTTGTCGTATTAATATTAATAATATTTTATATTATTAATATTAATCGAATTAATGTTTATTTCTTTTACCATGATAAAAATTTGCGAGGTAAATTTTCTCTAGATAATATTCATTGGGTTCAATGAAATCATTAGAATCATAAATTTCCTCGTTATAATCATCATAATCATGAATAAAAATAAATTTTTGTTCTTGGAATGACTTTTTTTCAATAACTTTATTGCCTTGCATTGGTTTGTCAATAGTAGAATAATCAAACGGCATTCCATGAACAACTGCATTAGCATATGATCCTCCAGGAAAGTTAAAATATCTTAACACACCATCTTGATCAATAGAGATGGGATACTTTGTACTAACGTGAAGTACAATTTTAGCATTAAATTGCATACTATAAATGATATATCTACAAAGTAGATTACCATTAAATGGATGTTTAGATTATTCAAACATTTAAAAAATCAATTTTTTAGAAAATATGTTGTGATTTTTTCTATTGTATCAGTATAATCTGTAACACTTATTCCATTTATCATTGGATGAATAAATATAGGATAATCATTACCATCTGGTTCAGTTCTATCACCAAAATAATATATATCTGAATCATCAGTAAAACCACATAAATAATCAACTGCTTGACTTTTATTCCATCCAACAGGATGGATAGCTATGCCAACACTCCCTCCAAATGAAATTTCAAATTTATTATCTTTGTCTATATTTTTTAAATCATTTAATAATTTTTGCCTCAAATTGTATTTTTGGTCAGCTTCAAGAAAATAATTACGTTCATATATGTCTGCTTGCATTCCTGGTGGAGATATATATACTAATCCTTTTCTAAAATCTATTTGGTTTCCATTATAAATAATTGGCATTTGTGAAATAGAAATAAATGCTTGTCTTATTATATCATTCAATAAAAGTCTATCACAACAATCCGTCATTTTTTTCTCAAAAATTAATTTATTATTAATATGAATAACTGCTCCACATTCAGAAAATATATATTTGAATAAATTTATAGCAGAATCCATTTGATATTTAATTTTTTCATAAGTACCACCCCCTACTAAACCCAGGGTAAAATTTTTATGATGCAATAATTTTAAAATTTCAACCATATCATTCGTTAATTTTTGACCACTTACTGCAAGTGTACCATCTATATCAAACAAAATAATTGTCATATTATATAATCTATTTATATTTTCTTAAAAATATTAATAAATTATTTTCTGGATCTTTTTGATCTACTACTAGATGATTTACTCCCGGATGACTTACTACTAGATGATTTACTCCCGGATGATTTACTCCCAGATGATTTACTACTAGATGATTTACTCCCAGATGATTTACTACTAGATGATTTACTACTAGATGATTTACTCCCAGATGATTTACTACTAGATGATTTACTCCCGGATGATTTATTTTGTTGATCCTCACGTTTTTCTAAAGCCTTAACAATTTCACGTTGTTTTTTGATTCTTGTAACAAGTTTATCTCTTTTAATTAATAATTCATCTTTTCTTTTTCTTGCACGTTTTATATTTGATTCTCTAGCCATATCATCATTTAAAACTAAATCTACATTTTTCACCTCTTTTATTAAAATTTTTGCATCATCTTGTAATCTTTTAAGTTTTAATTGTTCTTTAACCAGACTTGATTTTCTAGATGTTGTCATAGATAATAAATCTGGGTCTATTTTCTTTAAACCATAATATCTAACTTGATTTGCTTCAAGACAATATTCCGGTGTACCTCTAATTTTACCTTTAGGTATTTTTCCAATTCCGCAATACATTTCATCACTCATCTCATATTTAAATAATAAGATAAAGTTTTTAGACGTAAATAATAAAAAGTATTTTGTTAAATTAATAAAATACTTTTTAAAATTATTTATAGATTAAATAAATTACTCTGATCCATCAGATTCTTCTGATTCATCTTTTTTGGATTTACCTTTAGCGGGTGCTTTTTTACCTGCTCCCTTGGTTGCTTTAGGTGCAGCTTTAGTTTTGCTACCTCCTTTAGCTGTTTTAGGAGCAGCTTTAGTTTTACTACCTCCTTTGGTTGCTTTAGGAGCGGCTTTCTTTTTTGATGATTTAGAACCACCAACAACAATGCCATGTTTCTCCTTGTAAGGTTTCCATTCTTTAGCAGCAAGTGACATATATTCATTACTCTTAAGACCAGGTTTTTTCTTTCTGAGTTCAGGAATTCTCTGTGCTACAAATGTTTTATAATCCGTAATAACACCAGATTTTTTACCTTTAGGTTTTTCTTCTTCCTCTTCTTCATCATCATCACTTTCTTCTGCTTTAGCAGCTTTACCTTTACCTTTACCTTTAGGTGCGGGTTTCTTAGGAGCAGCTTTTTTACCTTTAGGTTTTTCTTCTTCCTCTTCTTCGGCTTCAGAATCATTACTTCCGTCTGAAGCTTCATCTTCTTCATTTTCAGATTCTACTTTCTTATTATTTTTCTTAGGAGCAGCTTTTCCTTTAGGTTTAGGAGCTTCTTCTTCGCTTTCAGAACCTTCAGAATCTGAATGTTCAGATTCAGAATCATGTTTTTTATTATTTTTAGCGGCACCTTTAGTATTCTTTGTTACTTGTACCTCATCATCACTTCCTGAAACAACTTCTTCTTCATCAGAAAGATTTTTGGGGTTAGCTTTGGAGGTTTTTGATTGTCTGGCCATTGTAATGTTAATTGATATATTATTTTTTATTTATATCACTTATCATTTAGAATGTTTATTTATCAATTTTTTTAATTATATATACAATCATGATATGCGTTCATGATGAATTCGATAATTCGTTTGATAAATATATTAATTGATATTATACAATAATGTTAATATACACATATAAATTGGAAAAATATGTGAGAAATAAATTATTACCAAAACTTTTATTAATACCTGATAAGGACAAATACTCTATAAAAGGAAGTTTTCGTAGAAGAGTACCATATGTTACTGATATTGATGTGGTTAATAATGTTTATCCCCAAATTAATAAAAATAATATATGTGAAAATATTATTAATCAAATAAATAAAATATTAAATGATCCAAATATTATTTTAGTATATATAACATGTGGTACAGATGATAGATTTAAAATAACAACCGGATCAGAAGAAGAACTAAATCAAATAAAAAAATTATTAAACGACAAGGAAAAAATAGAATTTGAAAACATTTTGGAAAAATATTCTGAAGATCAAAGTAAAAAAATTTTTTTTCTTAATGAAATAGTTTGGGAACATTATAAAATTAGATGGAAACCCCAAGATATTTTAAATGGATATATTAATCTTCCGGAAAATTTAAATAAAAATTTTAATGATGTAGTCAAAAATAATAATAATTTACTTTTACAATATTATGTTAAATTAGGTAATTATCCTATTGGTGTTGATGTTGTTATAAATTACGATAACATTGATTTATCACAGGCTTATAAAAATGCAGGACATTATCAATTACAATTAGCAAACTATTCAAGAGAATATTATTACATGCTTTTTCCATTGAGATATTATTTTAAAAATAATAAAGAAATTTCTAAAGAAATAGATGATATTATTGAGAAAAAATATGGATTATATAAGCAATTAATGGTAAGAATTAATGATTATACTACTTTATATGAGTCTGGTAATTTGGACATTAAAACGGCAACTGATATAGTATTGAGTATAATACGTGATGTTAAAAATTTAAAAGATTTTACTTCTGATACAATTTATCAAATACAGAAAGTTGCAATCAACAATTCTCCACAAGTTAAAATGGAAGATTGGAATACATTGTTAAAAATATTATACAAAGAAATAAATTTTGATGTCAGCAAAAAATCTAAAAAATATTTTTATCATTATATTAATTTAGTTCCAAAACCTGATGTTTCACAAAATTATATAAGTTCAAAAAAAAGTTGATTCAAATAAATAATATAATTAAATATTAATTCATTTTATTATCAATAATGGATATTTCACCAAAAACTAGAGCTAGATATTCTATATTAGGAGCCATTGTCGGTGATTCTTTGGGATCAAGCTTTGAATTTATGAAAAGTTCTGAAGTGAAAAATAAATTAATATCATGTAATTATCTTAATGATGGCTTAATTGGAATGGGACCGTTTGAATTAATGCCAGGACAATTTACTGATGATACAGAAATGGCATTATGTATTATGTCAGTTATATATAAAAATAATGGCGAATATAATCAACAATTAGTAGCAAATAAATATCATGAGTGGTTTCTATCTAATCCTTTTGATATTGGAAATACAACGAAAAATTCTGTTTCACAACCAGAATGTAATTTAATGATAAATGCTGCTGAAAAATATAATTATCAATCCATGAGTAATGGATCTTTAATGAGATTATATGGATTAGTATCTATGTATTATAATAGAAATATTTATGATTTAACACGTGCAGTTTCTGAGGATGTTATCCTGACTCATAGTCATCCAGAAATGACAAAAATATCTGTGATTTATTCTATCGCCTTGTGGAAAGCGATTCAGGGTGAATCTGTTGAAAGTATTTATAATTGGATTCAAAGCAAATCCCATCATAGTGATTTAATTAAAAGTTTATGTTTTGCGGTAAATAATAATAATGATCAATTTATTTATAATTTTCATACTTATGAGTTGAAAGATATAGATTCTAAATTATTTGGATTTGTTGGTTTTGCTCTTTGGTTAATGTTGAGGTGTCTTAAAAAATATAACAATTATAGAGATGCCATATTATATGTCGTAGAATATGGTGGCGATACTGACACAAATGCTTGTATTGTTGGAGCAATTATGGGAGCATTATATCCCGATACTATTCCTAAACGTTGGATAAAAAATATTTTAGAATGTTATGCTAAAAAAAGAATTTCGAATTTCCCCATTATAAATCCTGAAATATGGACTAAGTGGTTACCTTAATTATATTTTTTAAGGAATTAAAAAATATAATTAAATTGAATCATGTTGTAAAATATTTTTCCGAACGAATTTAATATTCGGAATATTTTTTGAATATTCACGTTTAATATTATTTCCAAATATTTTTATATTCGCATTTTTTAAATGCTCTAAAAATTTTCCTTTGATATTATTACAATATTTTAATTCTAAGTTATAAATACTCAAATGTATTAATCCTTCATCGGTTATGTTATTACATTTTTTTAATTTCAAAGATGAAACATTATGTAAATAAGCAAGTCCTAAATTTGTAATATTTTGACTCGAATTTCTTACTATCTCACAATAATTAATTTCATGAGATGTGCAATGATCAAATTCTATTAAAGTAATATCAAACATGTCATGATAACCTATTTTTATTTTTTCTACATTTTTTAAATATTTTAATCCGTTATCTGTAATGCCATAACAGTATCTAATATTTATTTTTTTTGCTTTCCGTAAATGTTTTAATCCTTCATCTGTAATATTAAGACATCCTGATATGTTTACATTTTTAATATTATTTAAATGTTCTAAACCAGAATTAGTAATTTCCAAGCATCTTTTTAAGTTTATTTTTTCAAGTCTACCTAAATTTTTTAAACAATTATCATTTATTCCAGGACAATGTGGTAATTTCAAAACACGTAAATTTGTAAAATTAATAATGTCAAAATAATCTATGTAATCATTAAAACGCAAAGATAAATATTCTAATTTTTTTAAAAAATCAAAATCTTTTAATTCAATTTGTGAATTTTGTGCATCTAGTACCTTGAGATTATTTAAATAATTTAAATGTTGTCCGATTAACTGACCAGTGTTTAATTTCAGTATTTCAATATTTTTTAGATATTTTAAATTTTGACACAAATTTGGATCTCTATCAATTGTGGTACGTATACTTAAACTATTAACGGTTGATAAATATTCTAAACACGATGCATCTATATGTGGACAATAATTAATTTTGATTACGGGTATATTTGACAGTAATTTAACAGAACTATTTGTAATATTTGTATTAGATAAATTAATTTGTTTAATATTATTTCGTGGAATTAAATTATCTATTTCATTTTTACCAAATAATAAATATTTCATTCCTTCATCATTAATATTTGACCTTGATAAATTTATTTTAATTACATTATTAAGATATTGTAATTCACTATTTATTAATTTTCGACACCAAGAAATATTTATTTTTTTAATATTTTTAAGATATTTAAATCCTGTACCCGTAATATTATTGCACTTTTTTAAATTTAATTCATAAATATCCGATAATAATTGTAGATGATTATCAGATATATTTGTATGTGACAAATTTAAATATTTTATGCTCCCAATCAACGATAAATTTATTGTGGAAATGTTTTTTCTTTTTAAATTAAATGAAAATGCACAAGGATAATTATTTATCATTTCCAAAATAATATTTCTTAAATATTTATTAACCTGTAACATGCTAGAAAAATTATTATAGTTAAGACATATGATTATTTGAAATAATAATTCAAATGGTAGTAAATGCAGCATAAATTTATTAATTATCTATATATGATAACGTAATTATTAAATCAATTTTATTATTAATTATATTTACAGGATTATATTATTGTTAACAAATTAACAATAATATTATTAAAATATATAAATATGAGTCAAGATAATGAAAATACTGAAAGGCTAACATTTGAAGATAAAATAGGTGTATTAGATCCAAATGGAATACAACCAAATCCATTAACTAATAAACCTTATAGTGATGATTATAAAAATTTAGCATCTATCTGGTCAACATATCCGGTATATTTCCAAGCAGAAAATATCTTGAGAGCTCTTAATGAAAATCAAGTGATATTTTTATCTGTCGGAACAGGTGGAGGTAAAACCGCATTAACTCCAAAACTAGCGTTACATTTTACTAATTATAAAGGTCGTATAGCTATCACATTGCCAAAACGTATTGTGGCATTATCTGCGGCCACATATTCTGCTAAAACATTGGATGTTAAATTGGGAACAAGTGTTGGATATGTTTACAAAGGATCAGATAAATCTATGTTGAATGATCAAAATCATTTAATATATATGACGGATGGATATCTTGTAATGGAATTTGTGAAAGATCCAACTTTATCGAAATACAATATTATTATAATAGATGAGGCGCACGAAAGACGTGTACAAATTGATTTATTGATGTTGTTTTTGAAAAATATTTTATTATCAGGAAAAAGACCAGACTTGAAAGTTATTATTATGAGTGCTACAATTAATGGACCAAAATATCAAAATTATTTTGCGGGAATTAAAAGTGAAATTATTAATGTTTCAGGACAACCAAATCATCCTATTGAGGTTCATTTTTTGGATAAACCAACTGATTCTTATATGCGCACAGGTTTTGAACTAATAGAAACATTAATACACGAAAATCTAAGGGGTGATATATTATTTTTTATTACAACTAGTAATGAAGCCTTGCAATTATGTAAAAATATTCGGCCAAAATATCCTCGCGTATATTGTATTGAAGTTTATGCTGATATGGATAAAAATTTAAAAATATATGCTGAATCACGAGATAAATTTTTAGAACTTGGAGATTATGACCAAAAATTAGTTATGGCAACTAATGTAGCTGAATCTTCATTGACCATTGATGGTTTAAAATATGTTGTGGATTCAGGATTTGAACTTCAAAGTAGATTTGATCCTGATGTTTATGGACAAATTTTAGGTAAACAGTTAATAACACAAGCACAAGCTATTCAACGTCGAGGAAGAGTTGGAAGAACTGAACCTGGAATATGTTATCATTTACTAACTAAAGATCAATTTGATAATTTAGAACCGTATCCTACACCAGATATCTTGAAACAAGATATTACTATGGATATTATTAAAATTATGCAAATCACTGATTCTAAAACATTTTCAGAAGCAAATAATATGTTACAACAACTTATGGATCCACCAAAACAATCTTTTATTAATGTTTCTTATGATTTATTTAATATGTATCAAATAGTTGATGCAAATGATAAATTAACTAGGATAGGGTCATTAATGACTCAATTTAGTTCACTATCTGTTAATAGAGTGATGTTTTTAATATATTCATTTGAATTACATTGTGCTCGTGAGGCTGCTATTATTTTAGCCATGATGGAATTTATTAATGGAAAAATTACCAATATCTTTTATAAACTTGATCCAGTTTGTGAAGCTAATTGTGAACGACAAGCTGCAAGTTTGTGGTTAGATAAAATGATACAAAAACGTGGGGATCATTTAACATATCTTAAAATATTTCAGGAATATAAAAATGCATCAGATAGAAAAGCATGGGGCAACAAATATGGAATAAGATTAGATTTATTTAATAATATTGACAAGACAGCTAATCAATATTTTCGAAAAATATTAAATTTTTATAGGAATCCAGAACAGAGTAGAATAGTATCCTCATCTACAAATATAACAAAAAATATTATACAAGCATTAATTCAAAGTCATAAACATTTAACAGCCAATAAACTTCGACCAATTTTTTCAAAAAGAGAACTTGAAGGAAGAATATCTAAGGATTCCGTAGTTCGTCAAAAATATAATAAAAGGGAATTATCCAATAAAAAATTTATATATGACGAATTAACAAATATAAATGGAAAATGGGAATTTAGAACTATTACCATTATTTAAGAAAAATTGCAAAAAAATATATCAAGATAAATAAAAATATAAACCTTATTTAATATAAATTCGTTAAGATTATGAAAAAATTGGTTTGGAATAATGCTAAAATATATACTCCTCAAATAATAAAACAAAGAACATATTTTATTAAAAAAAATATGATATCAACAATGCCACTATTTGACAAGGAACAAAAATTACTTGTAAAATATGCTGATCAGAATTTTTTGCCTCATGATGAAATAATAAGTCTAAGAAATTCTTTAAAAATACAAAATGATATCAATAATGCACAAAATTATAAAATAAAATTGAGTAATATTAAAAAAAAATTCACGGACATTGTTGAAAAAAATTATGACAATAATAATTTTGACCAAAAAATAGAAAATTTTATCAAGTCCACGGATGTTTCTGTAAACATTGTTTTAAAGGTCATAAATAAAACATATCATTATAAAAAATATTGTATAGATAAAATCCCTTTCATTCAAAACTTAAATGAAACACTTGTTAAAAAAAATCAAGAGCAAAGAGTAAAATCAAGACAATTCGAAATAAGTCTTGAAAATTATTTGACAAAAAATAATATATCTTATTTGACTGAAAAAGATATTATTAAAAGAAAAATACATAATTTAACACCCGATATATTATTTGAATCACCTGTGGCTATTATTTTAAATGGATCAGAATATATAATTCATTGGATGGATGCAAAAAATTATACCCTTACTAAAATACCATATATTTTAAAAAGCGTTAAAAAACAAACTTCAAAATATTATAATGCATTTGGTCTTGGTGCATTAGTATTTCATTATGGATATGATAAAACTATTAATATTCCTGGTGCTATTATATTAGATGGGTCCATTATTGATTTCCAATAATTATTATAATTTCATTTTTTTTATTGGTATTATAATAATCATATGATTAAATTAAATCCACATCAAATTAAACCTGTCGAATTTATGAAATATAATAGGGGATTAATATTATATCATTCTACAGGATCAGGTAAAACTTTAACAGCACTATATAGTGTATATCAATTTAGTTATGATATTATTATTATTGGTACAAAAAGTTCAAGAAAAGTTTTTTACGATGATGTTAAAAAAGCAAACATGGATATAAATCGATTCACATTTTATACTTATACAAAAATAAAAAAAATTGTTGAAGATGATATTTCTATTTTTAAAAATAAATCTGTTATTGTTGATGAAGCACACACTTTACGTAATGAAAATATGTATAATTTGTATATAATTAGTGCCTTAACACTTTGTCAAAAAGTTATTTTATTGACAGCAACACCTGTTATTAATTATATGAATGATTTATGTGTTTTAGTTAATATTGTAAAAGGTGAAGATATTCTTCCAACCGAAAGAGCATTATTTGAACAAATGTTTTTTGATAGCGATAATATGGAAATAATAAATCAAGACATATTATTTAATAAATTAAAAAATTCCTTGTCATATTATAAAATTAAAAATGATTTGAATTATCCTACAAGTGAAACAAGTTATATGTTTATTGAAATGGATCATGATCAAGTTGATGAATACAGATATTATATAAGAAAAATATTATACGACGACATTAATGTTCCGGATAATACTGATATATTAAACATTGATTATGGACTTTTACCTAATAAAAAAGAAATTATTTTCTTAATGTTACCAGACAATTATCAAATGTTTCCAAAATAACAAAAACAAGTCCTAAAATAAAAAATATTTTTGAAAAAATAATGCAAGGACCTTATCCTATTATTATATATTCCAATTTTTTAGAAAATGGTATATATTTGATTGCTGTATTATTAGAAATGAATAATATTTCTTATAAAACTATTTCAGGATTCACAACGCATGATAAATTAAATGTAATTGTGAATAACTACAATCGTGGACAATACAAAGTATTATTAATATCTTCAGCTGGATCTGAGAGTCTTGACTTGAAAAATACAAGACAAATACATATTATGGAACCTCATTGGAATGAATCTAAAATTACTCAGGTCATAGGTAGAGCAATAAGATATAGATCTCATGAAAATTTACCTCCAAAGGAAAGACATGTCAATATATATAGGTGGGCATCAATATTTCCTAAACCTTATAATAATATTTCGGCAGATGAATATTTAATTAATTTAAGCATTCAAAAAACAAAATTATGGAACAAATATCAAGAAATTATTATAAGTTCTTCTATTGAAAATAATTTTTTCGCTAAATGAATAAATTTATTCAAGTACTAGTGATATTATTCAAATATTGTTGAAATCCTGGTATCATTATTATTATTTTACTATAAAATCTTATTTCACGTAATAGTATATCATTATCTAAACCTATAATGTTATTTAATAATAAATCATCATAGATATTTTCATTATCTTGATTTGAAAATAATGATTGTGGCATTATTTCTCTCATATAATTAAGTTTATTCCAGATATAATCAAAAATGATATTATTTGGTTTATTTGATTCAGAAATAATTAAATAATCATGTATAGTATACATTGGTATATCAAATTTTAATGAATCATAAATAATTTTTAATATTATCCAAAATACAATACGTTCGTATAATAATGTTTTATTAATATTCTTATACTTTTTATTTTTATAAATTTTTTCAAGTTCAGATCCAGTTGTCATTAAAAAATATTTCCATACAGATGTTAAAGTAGGATATTCTGTATATGGTTCATATACATATTCATTATTGAATACATATACTAAAGATGTAGAATTTGACATATCATGATATCTACTTAAATGTTTCATGTCTCTTGTGTAGTTTTTTTTGAAATATAAGATATTACTGACAAAATATAATTTTCCAGAAATTCAAGATTATAACAACAACAACTATAAATCTTATCGTTTGTGTTATGTTCGATATTAAAATCTATAAAATTTGTAAAAAAAGCGTATTTAATAGATCTTATTGTACCAATAAAAGAATATACAAGTGTACAAATATATAATACCATACATATTATAGGTGTCACAATAATTGCACAAATTAAAAATAGAATACTTATCAGCTGAGAAAATATATTATTTTTTGCCATACTAGATACAATTGTTTTAATAAATTCAAACGACATTCTCATAACAATAGGTATATACATTAATAATCCGACTAATGTAAAAAATCCAAAATTAATAATTAAAAATATGATAAATAATGTAAATGTCACAATTATTTTAATTATTAGAGGCTCCGAATAAAATTTTTGCTCATAAATTTTATAATTATTTAATAATAATTCTAAATTCATATTCGCGAACCAGAATAAATTGATTAATTTATACAAATCATTATAAATTTGTTTTATAATAATAGGTGTATTTGTTATAGAATCAGATAATTGATAATATATTGGTGCGTATAAAATATAAATAATAATAAATATCAACGTTAAAATAAATATTAGTGGTATGTATAATATTATAATTAATAATAGTGGTACAAAATAGACTATTTTTTGTGGAAAATTAAGAAAAGATGTGACAATATATATCCACAAAACCAATAAAACATTTGGTAAATACCATATCAAAGTGGTTATTAAAACAGAAACTTGTGAAATAAATATTATTGGTGGCAAAATTAATATAGAAAATAGTAAAAATATTAGTGTTAAAAATATTTTTGATAAATTTTCTGTCATATGTATTTTATACACATATATATAATGCAATCTTAATATTTGTCATATTTAAAATTTAATTCGTCCAAGAAAAATTTTTTTTCTATGACATTTTATTAACAAAATTGTTTATAAATTATAAATAATTAAATTATTAAATATATATCGGTATATGTCTAATACTGTTAAAAAAAAAGAAATATTTCGGTGGAGAAATATTATAAATTAGACGATGCTATTAATTGTAATATAGATAGTAAAAAAGTTTTTATTTTAGCAAATGAAAGAATTACAAAAGATAATAATATTGGAAGATATTATGTTGTTTTTCCATCTTTTAAATTATTTTTAAAAAACAGAAATAAATATCCTCATTGTCATGAAATTATTGTAGATCATATGAATAATAAACCAGATATTTCAGGTAGATTGGTTTTTGATTTTGATATTAAATATGATAACGAAAGAAAAATTCCAAAGAATTTTAAACAACAAGTCCAAGATACTATTCATAATGTAATTTCAACATACTATACCGACATTGATCCTTTTAAATTAGAATATGTATGGTCTACTTCTCAAAATCCTATAAAATTATCTAAACATTTGACAATTAAAAATATGTATTTTGATAATTGGATAAATATGTCAAAAATATTTTATAAATTGTTTTGTTTAGAATGGGATAGAAAATATTTTTGGATTCCATCAAATAAATTAATAGATTTTCAAATTGTCAAAAATAAAACTTCATTAAGAATGGTTGGATCAACTAAAATAAATGGGTATCCTCTTATTTATGATGATGATAATTATAATCTTCAGGACTCTTTGATCAGAATTTATATTAAGGACGAGAAAATAAAAGAACAACTTGTCACAAAAGATAATTTAACAAATATTATTGATGAATTTATACATGAAGAAGAAACACAAAAAAAGTACATTAATTTTAATAAAACAATAAAAGTATTAGATCCTATTTATGATAAAATAATATATGAAAAAGCTTTTGAACTTTATAATAAAATAGATCCTGGAATATTCAAAATGGGGAAAATTAATGGTAACTTCCTTACATTAATAAGAACAAAATCAAATAATTGTGTTTTGTCTGGTAAAAAACATGACCAAGAAAATGCATTTTTACACATTAATAAATCTGAAACAGTTTATAATGTAAATTTTGGCTGTTATCGGTTTTGTTATAAATGGAAAACTATGAGAATTGGTTCAATTGATATTGAAGATTATAATATATTTGTAACGCATTTTTTACAAAAACGAAAAAAAATAACAAAAAAACACAAAAAATAGAATTTTCTTGCATATAAAATATTAAAACTGTTATTTATCAAATGATGATAATAATTAATAATGATTCACTTGTATCGTGTATTGAATCAATACAAGACTATTATTTACCTAATATAGTTATAGAAAAAAGTAATACTTTAATTTCTTTATTAAATCCTAGCAATATTATTTATGATTTATCTCAATCGATGAATAAAAAAGTGATAATATTTTGTGGAAATACATATATATGTTATATTATTAATGACGTAATATATTTGGATTTATGTCATGTACTATGTAACATGAATTTAAATGAATGTGATTTTTTTTTAAATTTAAGAGAATTTAGTCCTGAAATTGAAATATTTAGATGGATGATTATTAACAATAAATCTATTATAAGAAGACAATTAATTAACTTTTCAACAGTTTCAAAAATAATGTTAAAATTTGATAATATTTATGCGCGTAATTATAAAATAGCTTCTTTATATTTTATTATTTGTTTAATATATGTTTTGTATAACATATTAATTATTTTTATGTTTATAAATATATTTTAATAATTTTATAAACATAATTGAAGTAATTTATTTTCCAAAACAAGTAATTGATTATATTCATCTTGTGATATATTTTTAATATAATCTCCAATATTTTTTCCAGAATATCTAATACTATACATAACAAACATATATAATTTCTTAAAAATAAAATGAGTGTTTAAATTACATAATAAAAATACATTTAAACATTGTGGGTATAATATTGACATATCTTTAATATTACTACATCGCGTTATGTCACTATAATATAATGCCTTTGCAATAATAATATCATGTAATAATTTTATTATTAATTCTTTATTAATTCCAATTTCTAAACATTTATCAATAAAATTTAACCATTTATTTGTTTGATCAAGATTTTCATTTATAATTTTTGGATTAGTTATTACTTTATTAAATAAATCTGTTACATTTACAATATTTTTATCTAAAGAAGAAAACATATTTATAATTTTTGAAAGATCAACAATATTTTTAAGTTCTTTTTGCTGATTTTCAATAAGTATTTTACTGATTTTAGAAAATAATACTTGGATTGTACATAAAGTTTTTGGATATTCATTAATATTATTTTTAATAATGTTAAATAATTTTTGATATTCCATTGCCATTTTAATATTACCATTTCCCAAATTTTTGTCAAAAACTTTAAATTTATCATGCAAAATACAATCCACTTCATTTTTTAAGTTATTAAACATTTCTTCCTTCATAAATGTAATTGAATTTAACTGTGAAATATAATTATTCATTGTTTCAAAATTATTTTCGGATTCAATGCTTAAATTTTTTAAATAATGTAAATAATTTTGATACACCATCTTTTTTTGTTGAACAAGTTTAAATTTTGGTGTTATGGTTTCTTTTAATTCATTATATCCTGTTTCTGATAGTTTATCTTTCAGATCTATTTTTTTAAGGGCAATTTTAACTTGTTTTTTTAAATCATTAGATGAAGATTTAATATGTTTGGAGGCAAGTATATTAATTTGATCATCTGATAAATTAATCATTGTTCCATCTTCGATTATTGATTGATAAATAATAGCATCACGTATTGATATTTTACAAATATCATATATATTTTCTCCATGTTTATTGGAAATATTTTCAATGGTTTTATAAAAAATATCGTTTAATTTTTCTTCTTTGAAAATTAAATCACCATCATCATCAAATTCTAGATCATGACAATTATCAATCATGATAAATAAATGATTGCGTGGATGAGATAATTTTGAAATAATAGATCCTAAATTTTCTAAAATTTTATTATTTTCCAATTCATTGATTTCTGTATTATAAAATATACAGTTATAATCTGAATAGTTATTAGATGAAATATTATTAATTTCTAATTTAAAATTTTTTGATATTTTAATACCATCAAATAAATGATTTTCTAAAAATTGTTGAATATTTTCACAATTATTACCCATTATTCCAATTGTTATATGATTTAAATGTTCCATGGTATTATTTTGAAATAATAATAATAATCATGCATATATTTTTATATCTAGTTTAATAATACTTTAGAACATAATAAATTCGATTTAAATATTTATTTTTAGTGATAATATCATATCCAAGATAGATGAATAAAAATAATGAGAAAAATAAATTTAATACAAATCCTATAATTCTTAAAGCAAATGCCAGTGGTAAAACATTAAGTATTCCAATAAAAAAAAATTCATATAAAAATATTATTTATCCTCAAACAAGTAAAAGTTGGAATGGAGTTCCATATATAAATAATGTGCATCAAAGAGAATTTAATGTTGATAAAAATTATTGTAGAAATTACGATTTGGCGTATGCTAATAAACCATATGACGCTATTAATAATTGTAAATCTGCTGGTATAATACCATACACTTTTCATAATGGACAATTGTATTTTTTATTTCAAAAAGCAAAAAATCCTCCACGGAAAAAAGATTCCGGTTGGAATGATTTTGGAGGAAAACAAATTAATCCAAATGAAACTACTGCACAAATAGCATCAAGAGAATTTAGCGAAGAAACAAGTTGTTTATTTTATTTAGCTGATAAAAAAGATTTAAAATCAAAAGAAATGTATGATTTGTTTAAAGATAATCAAAAATTAAATTATGATATGGATACTATTCAATTATTAAAAGATATTATTTTATTATCACAAAAATATTATTGTGATAAAATAACGGAATATGTTTTTCCCATATATGTGAGTTCCAAAGAAACATATATTAGTTATTTCGTAAAAGTGAAATATATTCCAGAACAAGATATACCAAAAGCGGAAGATATTCATATAAATTATGAAGATAGATATTTACGTGATTGTAAATGGTTTAGTTTAAATGATATAATGAATTTGAATGAGAAAGATTTTCATAAAAGATTACAAATCACAAGAATACAACAAAGGATCATGAAATATTATGAAAAAGGATTATTCACGTAATATAATTTACATTATTATTTGCAATGTAATTTGCAAATAATAATTACCAAAAATAATATTATCAATAAATCTTAATTTATTATATATATATAATATTTATTATGACATCCATAAATAATATAGCTACTGATTTTCAACTATTTTACCAAAAAATACTTGATATTTATCAAACGAATTTGTCTCCAATTGATAAATGGAAACAAATAGCATCTTATATTCATGACAATAATAATACTATTCTCCAAACATTTAAAAGTTTGAATGATAATACTGAAGATTCAGATATAAATTTGGATTATAATTTAGATTTTGATGAAGTCAATACACAAATCAGTCAAGAATCTAATTCAATAGTTAAATGTAGTATGATTATACTTGGTTTACATAATATCATTTATGATTTAATGAGTAATGAGGGAAATTATTCTTTTATTTTTGATGGTAAACAAGAAATGGCAATATTAAAAAAGGACATAAAATATTATGTCAGCATAAGCTCAAAAAATGAACAAAATATATTTTTCCACGCATTTTTATTAATATTTGGTCTTGAATCTTTATTCAATAAATACTTATACGTTGGTATTGATTTTGAATTTACCAATAAAAAAATACAATTATGTCAATTAAATTTTGAACATGATGTTGCGGATAAAAATATGATCATGATTGTCAGTCCTAATGAATTAGAACCTGTGATGACAGAAAATTTTATAAATATAATTATTTGTAATCAATGTATTAAAAAAATATTACACGGATCTGATTCATTGGATATACCATATATGTATAAACATTTATTACAAGATGATCCTGAGAAAATTATAAAATTCACTAGAACTTTAATAGATACAAGATTTTTATGCGAATATTATAAACTTACACGATCCGAACCATCTGACAATAAATGTTCTATATATGATGAAGATCCTACTAGATCAGCTATTTATTATTTTAAAGTAATATCAGATGAACAACAGAATAGTCTTGCAGAATTATTAGAATCTATGCCTGCTCCACATGATCGAGAATGGTATATACATAAAATGCCAGTCTCACAAGTAAGATATGCAGCTCTTGATGTTTTATATTTGAAAGTTTTTTATTATAGGATGATTTATGTCGCTACAGAAGATGAACAAAGTGATTTGGGGAAAAAAAACATAATTGAATTATATAAAAATGTATTGAATGAAATAACAAGATTCGTTTATTTGGAAAGAAATGATATTACTTATTTAATGGCTACATGTAAAAAAGATGTAGATGTTGTGAATAATTATTTTATACGAACATCGCGTGGAATTCTTAAAATGATAGATATATTTAATCAAGTTTCAGTTGATCTTGAAACAACCAATCCAAAAGTAAATGTGAATAATTTTATTAAAATTAATCATTTTAAAACTCCTGTAATGACTATAATCAAACGAATGGTATACGGTTTTATTTCATTAAAATGTAGAGTTTATAAAGATAAATCAACTATTTGGACAGACAGACTTAATAATCAATTTATATTTGATTTTTTGGAAGAAATGAAATTTAATTATTTATTGAGCATGTTTAAAGATTTATCCACTACTTTACAAACTCGAGTTAATATGATTTGTTCCCAACGATAAATAAAAATTGATTAAATTAATTATAATATCTTCCATTATAAATATAAAAAGTATTCCACTACAAGGAAAAAATTTGTCACTTTATTTTATAAAAATGTGGTCCATTTCTGATTCTATACCAGAAAATCCTATAGTCTCTTGGTTTATGAAAATATTAATATATATTGGTCAAATTATAAAAATTTTAACATTTGGTTTAATATCTAATGCATTTGGAGAATTAGAAAATTTAGTCCATAAAGGGATTTTTAAATTTATTCTTGACATGTATCGAGACAGTGAAGAAAAACTTTACCAAAGATTTAGATTAGGACATGTTCCAGTAGTAGTTGTTTTCAATGCTAATATTTCTAGAAAAATATTAACAAGTAATGTGTCAAGAGGTTTATTTTATACAAGACTAAGAACTTTTTTTGGAGACGGTATTTTTACTTCATGGAATAAAAATTTATGGAGAAACCAAAGAAATAATATTTTTAGAATTTTCAGTACGAAAAATCTAAAAGAAATAACACCTGCTTTAACTATTAGTATGTTTAAAGAACTTGACCAAATTATTAATGAAAATAATAGCCAGGATCTAGTATCAATTTTATCCAGAATTGGACTTGTTGGTTTTTGTGAAGTAATATTTGGAGTTAATGTTGTGGAAGATTCACTAGAATTAATAGAACCATTGAACAATTTATTAACATATATTAATGGAGCAGCTGAACCTATAGATATTAAATTTGGGAAAAAATATGCCGAATTTATAAAAAATAAAATTATTGTTCATAATTGGATGCGTAAATTAATTACCAAAGCAAAAGAAAATCCAAAATGTCATCCTACTATTAAAGACGAAATAAATAACAATAATTTAACTGAACAACAAATAATAGAATATGTATTATCAATAGTGCTTGGTGGGCATGAAACTACAGCCAGATTAATATTAGGTATTATTTACTCAGTATATCATAATCCTGATATTATTAAAAAAATGAATGAAGAAACTAGTCAATACTTACAAATGAATAAAGAATATAATTATAATATTTTAAATTTACCTTATTTACAATCTGTAATAAAAGAAGGTACAAGATTATATCCACCTGTCTGGATATTAAATAGAGAAGCAAAATCAGATATTGAAGTGGACAAGAATATATTTAAAAAAGGTACACAATTTCTAATATCTCCACTGATATATTTACGTGATCCTAAAATCTGGGGATCTAATTCTGAAAAATTTATTCCCGAAAGATTTACACAAATAACACCAGAGCAAAAAATTAATTTTATACCATTTATACTTGGTGATGAGGACTGCCCTGGAAGAATATTTGCACAACTAGAGTCATCTATTATTGTTAGTAAATTATTTAATGAATACGATTTATTAATTTTACCACATAAACTAAATCCTATGTCAGCAGGAACGTTTAGATTAACTGATAATTTACCAGTTATTATCAAAAAAAAATAATCTTCATTTTGGAATATGTTATTTTGAACATTTATTTTTTAATTAATTAATTAAACAATAAATCCTAATTTATTTGCGGCTCGTCCCGCTGCAGTATATAATGCTTTTTGTGACTCGATAATGTTTGGATTTGATAATATGTCTTGAACATCAACATATACTGATGGATATGTTGATCCTTGTGATTTATGACTTGTAATACTGAATCCAAAATTTACTTCAGCAAAAGGTTCAATTAATTTTTTGTGATAATAATCCCATAAAATAGTGACAGTTTTTTCTGATTTGTATTTTTTGAAGAAAAATTCAATATGTTCTTTAATTGTTTTTAACATTGTTCGATATTTGACAATATGATCAACATCCACAACGGAAATATTACTTGTTCCTTTATTAATATCAATAACGTCACTTCTAACACGTTCAATTTCTAATATATTAATTTTAAATGTGTTATCTAATTTTGATATTTTCTTAACAATATCATTAAATCCCTGATTAACAACACTTTTAGGATCTTTCAATAATATTTTTGACCATTCAAATAATTTTTTTTCACTTGTATTTATATTAATAATTTTTACCATGTCTGATGTATAAAATCCCTCACCATCAGCTGAGCAGTAAAAATTATTAAAAATCAAATAATCACCCAACATATATTTATTTAAATTTGTTGATTTATGAACAAATTGTCGAATAATTCTATTGTATAAATCACATGTTGAATTTTTCCATGTAAGAATTATTGGAGTTTCTTTATTGTTAAATTCTTTTATAAAATTTTTAAACCAAGAAGACTTTTCGTGGTCTACTTTTTTATGATATAATTTGAAACTTTTATTTTTGCAATTTTTGTGTGCTTCCATAAGACCTATGTTTATGTTTGATAATTCAGTATTTCTAATTAAATTACACACTTTCTTAATATCAGGAGAATTAGTTCTCATAATGTCGTCCAAAATAACATGATATTTATAATTTTTGGGAATGTTAGAAAATATTAAACTTTCAGGTTCTCCAACAGGAGGTAATTGTTTAGCATCTCCCATAAATATTACTTTAATAGGATATAATTCAACATATTTATCTAATTCTTGTACCATTTCTTTTGAAATCATTGAACATTCATCAATAATGATTAAATTATTACATATATTTTTTAAGAATTTTGATTCTTTTATTGATTTAAATATTTTTGATCCATTTTCTGCCACTATTATTGGTTTAAATTCTAATAATTTATGAAGAGTCATAAAATTTATTCTGTTACGTAAACTATTTCTTTCCGCTTCACTAAGAGTTGACATTATATGAGATTCTAAAACATTAAGAGCTTTATGTGTTGGAGCACAAAAATATACATTAGATACTTGATTTTTAATTAATAAATCTTTTACTTTTAGAGTAATAGTCCAAGTTTTACCCGTTCCTGCAAAACCCAAGAAAAAAAATTTTTTTTCATTTTCTTGCGAAATAAAATCTGATATTTTTTGAACAGCTATTTCTTGTTTTGAATTAAACATTATTATTTTAACATTATTTTAACTATATATCAAGATAAAAATATTTTCAATTATTTTAGTACTCAACGTATAAAGATTTAATTACAATAATTAATTTATAATGTCAAATAATAAAATATATATTACATTAACAATAATACCACCACGATTTAAAAACATTAATAGAACCATTAATTCTCTCTTAAACCAATCAAAACCATGCCATAAGATAATTATTAACATACCACATGAATATTATAGATTTCCTGATAAAATTATCATTCCTGAATATTTACTAAATAATAATAATCTATTAATTAACAGATGTAAGGATTATGGTCCTGCTACAAAATTATTAGGATTATATGAAATGTCTATTATACAACCAGATGATATTATTGTTGTCTGTGATGATGATAGAGAATATGATTTCCATTTTGTACGAAATTTAGTGGAAGGTCTTGCATTAAAACCAAATCATTCAATAACTAATGCTGGTTGGGAAATAGAAACATTATCAGAATACAGTTATGAAAAAAAAGATTTACCACGTGGTAAAGAATATTTAAATTCTGGATATATTGATATTCTTGGTGGTTGTTGCGGATTTGCACTATTTTACAAATATATAAACAATGAAATGTTAAATATTGATAAAGATTCACCATCGTTTTATGTGGATGATGTATGGATTTCAGGACATCTAGCAGTATCCGGAATTAAAATATGGATGTTAGGAAGTAGTCCTGAAGCAAAAAGAACTAATAATGATCTAATAAGTGCGTTGTCTAATGATAATCAACATCGTAAACTGTGTAATAATTACACAGTAAAATATTTTATTGATAAATATGAAATTTGGAAAGATAAATTAATAGAAACTCCAAAAGATATTTTTGAGAATATATATAACACAAGTACATGGGGAAATGGCTCAGGACCTGGAAGTAATCCGTCATATAATCGAGAATATATTGAAGTATTGAAAAAATTATTTGACGATTTAGATATAAAATCAATAACAGATATTGGATGTGGTGATTGGCAATTTTCGAGATATATTGATTTTGGAAATATTAATTATTTGGGAATTGATGTTGTTCCACATTTAATAGAAATTAATACTAAATTATTTGGTAAAGAAAATATTAAATTTAAACATATGGATATTATTAACAATAGTAATCAAGTTGAGAATACAGATTTAATAATATTAAAAGATGTTGTGCAACATTGGCCCACAAAAACAATAATAAAAGTATTAGATGTTTTAAAAACAAAAACAAAATATATTTTACTGACAAATTGTTGTAATCAAAAAGATCCTCTTGATGATATTAAATTAGGAGAATTTAGACCTTTGTCTCATAAAATGTATCCATTAAAAATGTTTAGACCTACTTTTATTAAAAAATATAAAAGTAAAGAAATTTTATTGATAAAATGTTATTAATTTGTTTATAATAAATCAATAAAATTGATAAATCTAGTCTCTATATCATATAGTTATGATATATAGATTATTTTATGGGTATTTTTGAGGTGGAAAAATTTATTAATAACAATACTCCAGGTCTTGAATATAATTTTACTAATCCATGGATTGTCTACAAAAATAAAAATTCATGTAAATTTGAAACAATTGCTGGGTTTTGGACCATATTTAATGAACCATTGGAATTTGGAAGAACAACCATATTAAGAGAAAATTTTATACATTCAAATTTAACCACAAATGCTAATTGTAAATTATTATCGATTAAATTTAGAGATAATATTGATATTTATTCTGTGTTCTTGAAATGTTTATTGGGTATTGTTGGTGAAACATTTACTTGTAAAGGTATTGATAGTTTAAATATATACGGTTTATCATATATTAATGAACCTGATTCAAAAAAAATAATAATTTGGATTTCAAAGAATATTGATATTGAAAGATACAAATTGAATATTATTTCCACTGATATTAAAAAAGCTGTAACTGATCCCATAATATTCATTAATTGTTCTTGTACAACTATTTAATTTAATAATAATATATTATTAAATTAATAATCAGGTTCTGACATTTTTGATCTTCTGAGATATGCATCATTTGGAGGAACTTTTCGAACAGCTTTTAAAAATTGTTTATCATCTTCTGTAGTTGGTTTTTGAACTGATTTTACCAAACATTTATTAAAAAATGGTACACTGTGACAATCAACGTCTCCTGAAACTTTAGCATTCCAGAGTCTTTCAACAACTTCTTGAATGTCCACAAAATATGTTTTCAAAAATGGATCAATGTTATCTGACAATATATATTTTTTATAATTTGAAGGCAATAATTTTATAATATCTGTTGTCATTGGTGAAACATACATTAATTGTTCTACCGGGTTGAAGTAATTTTTTAAATTTCTTACACTATAATTTGATAATCCTTCTAAAATATTTTTAAAATATTTTTCATCAATGGTTTCCAGGAACATGTATAAATGTCTCAGTAATGGTGCTCTTTCATGTTGATAGTACCATTTATTTATGTAAGAAGTGTCATTAAAATAATAATTAAATACCCATAATAATCCTTCTATATAATCTTGCATAACGCTGTTAGCTTGATCTGATAAGTTTTTAGATTTATCATACAAAGTTATTCCAAAATAATTCATATAATAATCATTAATTTTATTTTTAGATAAATCAATTGGTTGAGCATTAAGTTTAATATAATATTCATCTAACATTTTTTCAAACCTATATACCTCTTTTTGGTATTCGTTATAATTTTTTTCTCTCACTACTTTTTTATGAATATAATCATCAATACTATGTGACCAAGTATTAAGATTAATATTAAGTCTGGGAAATTCTCGATATTTTCGGTAATAATTTCTTAATAATTTTATCATTTCTCGATTGGATAAATAAGATGTATTAACACATTGACCATCCATAAATACAAGTACACTTTTTTTTAAAGAATTCATAAATAAATCATTTGTTTCGAAATATGTAAAATTACCATTATTTTTTATTAAGTTTTTTAATTCACCATATTCTCTTGTGAATTGATCATAAATTGGTTTAACATTCTCTGAGGTTATTTCAACATAGTCAAATACATTTTTTATTTGACCAATTGTAATATATTTATTATATAAATCATTATGTTTAATAAAATCATCTTCTTCTGGTATCAAATTATAAAATACTTGTTTCAAAAAATTAAAATTTAATTTAAATCCATTTTTGGATGGATTAACCAAATAATTATCTTTTTCACGTAAATTTATTAATGTTTTTAAATAAGCATCTAATATATTTTGAAATCCTTTTTTGACATTTAATGTTTCTATTTTTGGTACAAAATCATTACCAAATAAAGTACTTATGCAAACAATATCATAATTAATATTATTCACATCAAAATTTTCTTCTGAATAATCGGGATGATTATTAATATAATAACTGATATTACTTTTTAATGATTTAATATCAATAAGATCATAAGTATTTCGATTATTTTTGGCAGTTGATTGATCATTATATCTTAACATATATAACTTATTTACCGGTAATAACATACATAATAATATAACATCAGCATCTGGACTATATATCATAACCGAATCATTTGTATTTGACAAATATTTATTAACATAATTTACTATTTTTTTTCTCCTTCACCAACTTCATACATATCGGAAACAATAACTTCTAAATTTGGACGGTTTGTTTTAAATGATTGTTGTATTTTGTCACTTTCTAAATGTGCCACTAATTTATGCATGAAAGCTGTTCCTGGTGTAATTTTATTTCTGCTCCATTTTATACTATTTTTTGTGGAGAGATAAGTATAATCTGGTTGTTTAAGTAAATAATTTTTATATTTACCAAGTATTTTTTGTTTATATTCTTCTGTTATTGCACCTAAATATCTTCTTTGTTTTTGTTCAACCATTTTTCCTTTGGAAGGAACTCCATCAATAGCAATTAAAAGTGTTGATATTGTTTTATTTTCACAAAAAGTTCTTACTAAACTAAGAACAGTATTAATAACAAGAGTGATAATAAGTCTATCCATATATTTATCAGAAAAATGATCATGAAATATATTAATAATATCAATTGCATTAGTTTTATTATTTAATTTTTTTTGCACAGATTCCATTTTATATTTTTTAAATTTCTCATTCAAAACATCAGTATGTAATGATCTACTTTCATACAAATTTTTTAAAACTTGTTGCATAAAACCATTTATATCTGATAAAATTTTTTGACTTGAAACGTGAACAATCGAATTAAAATCTAATAATAAATGATTAACTGCCATTTTTTCTTTAAAATCTGATTTGATTGACGTTGAAGTTATATCATTTTTTAATAAAGTACCAAAAAATTCTAATACACCCATTAATATTTATTAATATTATTAATATTATAGATATTAATATTTTATGTATCAATTTTATTTGGTATTTTAAATTATTTATTGAAAACTTTTTGAATTTTTTTTATAATTAAATCCATTGCTATCTTTGTACCAGGTGCATCTTTAACAGGATCTAACATTAAAAAATCATGAATAACTCCTAAAATCCGTACACTTGAAACATCTATGTTTGCTTGCATAAGTTTATGTGCATACTTTTCGCCCTCATCACGTAAAACATCATTTTCCGCTGTTATAATTAAAGTTGGTGGTAAATTTTGTATATTTTTTATTGAAGCTTTTAAAGGTGATATAGTGGGATTAGATCTTAAACTAGAATCATTCTCATATGCTTCTAAAAACCATTTCATTGATGCTGTAGTTAACCAAGGTCCATTTGAATATATTTGATATGATTGCGTATCCATTGCTGCATCAGTTACTGGATAAGTTAGAATCTGATATTTAATCTTAGGACCGTTTCTTTCGTGAGATAACATGGTAACTACAGTTGCCATATTTCCACCTACACTATCACCCATGATTATAATATTATTAGAATCCAGATATAATTTATCTGCATTTTTATGAATAAAATTTAAAGCTTCAAGAGATTGTAATATTTGTGTGGGATATTTTTTTTCAGGTGCAGGTGTATAATTTACAAAAACAACAGCACTATTTGTTTTTGTGCTAATTTCTGTAACAAGACGTCCATGTGTTTGATTATTACCTAAAATCCATCCTCCTCCATGTATGTAAAAAATAATAGGTAATCTATTTCTATTATTTTTTGGTCTAAAAATATTTATATTTACACTTATTTCATCTCCAACAATATCAATTGTACTTATATCTACTAATGCTTTATAAGACTCATCTTTTTGAATATTATTTAATACGTCACGTGCGTCATTTATTGCTAATGTTGATATGGGTTTAGATCCTTTCAATGAATTTATAAATTTTTTTGTTACATTATCCAATAAGTTATCAACAGGAAATTTATTTTTTGGTGAATTTATTTGATTCGACATAAATTATAATTATAACCAATAAATTTATAATTAATATTATAAAGATTAATTATAAATTATTGAGAACCAGGAACGCAAAGTTCTTTGAAAAAACTTTCTCTAAAGTGGAAAAAATTATTTCTAATTTCCCCTAGTTTTGCGTATGTACCTGAATCTGTTTTATATACATTTCTCATAACTTCATATTTATGTAAGAAAATAATCATGTTTCCAAATAAATCTCTTAGTTCCGGCATTTTATTGGCTGTATCTTCTCCTTTTCTAATTTCCGCGAGTAATTTCAAATGATTTCTTTTTGTTTCTTCAAATAAATGTTGAAGGAATACTACAATTTTGTCTCTACTTTGACCAGACATACTTCTTCGAAAAGACCCTAGATAACCATTACCATCATTATCTTCCGCAAGATATGAATTATCGACTATCTTAAGTTTACTTCCTTCTTTTAATTCACCGACGACTTTTAGAGAAACATTAACATCACTTACTGAAAGTTCTTTTAATTTAAGATTTTTATCGCTTAAATCAAATCTTGATTCTTCAAGATTGATACCTGTTGTACTTCTTGAAACTTCAAGAGAATTTTCTGTATTCATATATTCTTTGTTCATATTATCTTTATTAATATAATTTTTATTTATATTATAGTTATCGTTATCAATATTTATTAATTCAACTTTTTTTTCTATATCAGTTATTTCCTCATTTGAATTTAGTTCATTTATATTTTCGCCACTTGATGAAGTAAGAATATTATTAATATTTATCATATTACCATCTGATTCTATTTTTATAGGTTCATCTGTATTTGATTCAATATTTTCTTCATGTTTATTTACACAATGATTTTCTTCAGCATCCTTGTTTATAATATCAATAGTAATAGTATTTTTAAGTGAATCATAAAATAATGCGGGTGTAACTAAAAAATTATTTTCATTAACATCAAGATTTTCATTAACATCAAGATTTTCATTAATATCAATTAAAATATCTTTATCTTGAACTGGATAATTATTTAATACAACATCTTTATTTTCAAATTCTGTGATATTTTCTTTATCAAAAATATTATCATCAATTGGTATTTCAACAGGAATACTACAAGTATGAAGATTATCATAAGGCATAAAATAATCACTACTAATATATGGCGTGGTTTCATTGTAAATATCATTGGTAAATTTATTGTTATAAGTATTAATATCCATAGATGTTTGGCTATTTGCATAACCATAGTGAGGATGTGTTTCCTTTGATATATTATTAGTCTCTTTTGATTTATTTTTGGTATCTTTTGATCGAGATGTATCAGATTTTGATTTAATATTTATGGTTCTTTTTTGTGATACTTCTGATTTATTATAATATGATTCAAATGGATGTACGTCTTTACTTTTATTATTTAAAATTTTTTTAATACCTTTACTTGGGTTAGAATCATGATAATTTATAATTGGATCTTCAAAATTTAAAATATTTGGCAAAAGACGTTGACCAGTCAAATGATTTGAAAATTGTTTACTAAAAGTTTGGCACATATTTTTAAAATCTTCTGAAAGATCTTCAACGTCAAAATCATTATTTAAATCTTTTACATGTTTAGTATCTTTTGATAAACGTGTTACAGGATAACCATTTTTATAGTTTTTTTTTCTATTTTGTGACATGTTATAATGTAATTATATATATAAGAATTTTATATTAACTTATTTTTTTTCAATTTTTAGATATAATACTATATGTGACATTACCAAGTAATGTATAATTATAATAATAACTTATTATATATAATTATGCGTTACGTAACTTATATTTTATTAATAATTCTGGTTGTTATATATTTTTCTCCGATAAATTTTTATGATACAAATAATGAAATAATAAATTATTTTTTGAGAACTTTTTATCATGCGAATCTTGAACATTTACTAGCTAATTCAATTTCATTGTACAGTTTATCATTTCTTGAAGATTTAATGGGTCATAAACAATTTGCTCTTGCTATTATATTTATTTGGATAGTGTCCAGTATAATATTATATATTATACATGCTCTTATTCCATCAAGAAAAGTGTATACAGTAGGATTCTCGGGTGTTATTTTCGGTCTTATTGTAATATATTATATGTCTCTTGGTCAAGGTGTGGGAATAACATTAACTGGTCTTGTTGTCAGTATTTTACCACAATTAGTGATACCCGGAATAAGTTTCGAGGGTCATTTAAGTGGTATTATTGCAGGTATTATATACATAATGCTTTTTCCAATAAATAAAAAAATACAAAATTAATCTGAATCTGATTCTGAATCTGAATAATTATCAATATATTTTTCATAATCATGGTTATCAGGATTAATACCATTGGAAAATAAATTCCTAAATTCTTTATGTGATTCAAAAATAATAAAATTATTACCACCGAAAACATTATAAAATAATCTATTTTCCATATTTTTTATTGATTTATTATTAAAATAAATAATATATTTATAAATATTTTCAACTGTTCCACTAATTTCATTATAATAAACTAAATCACTCGAGGTTTTTAATACAACAAAAAAATAATTGTTGTATATTTTTTTTAATAGTTCAATAAAATTTGGATTTATATGTTCTTCCTGAATTTTTTCTATTTCAAAAAGAACATATGTTTCATTTTTTTTAATATAAATATTTCTCCAATTTGAGGATTTTTTATAATGGGATATAGTTGCTCATCTCCAATAACGGGAAATGATAAAATATCTTGTTCATTGTTAATTAATAAATATTTATCATCGATTAAATCATGAAATATCTTAGATAAATTTTCAAGACTATCATCGATATTAAATAATTCGAATTGTGTTCTATTATTTATTTTGTCATATTTTTTTACAACAATTAAATTAATTATTTCATTTTTATATTTTTGTCTAAAAAATGAATCACTTAATTGAACATCTGAATCTTGATTATGTAATTCATATGCCAATATATAACATTTATTATTAATTTCTTGAACCAAACATTTTAAATCAGAATCCATTATTAATATTAATATAATTGTTTATTAATATGATTGTAATATTAATATGTCAAATAAATATCAATTTTTTTAATATTGTTTTATAAATAATATTAAAAAATTATTGGAGGTTATCCAATAAATTACAAAGTTCAGAATATGCTGCTTCATATTCAGTTTTTGTTTTAGGTATAGATTCATTTACCCATTTTTGACACATTTCTTTAATGTATGGTGCTTTAATAGAAAAATGTTTTTTAATAACTGATTCAAAACCAGGTATGGGATTTTTTATAATATCAATCATTGCCCAGTTCATACAATCAAGTCTTATTCTATTATTGTATAAATTAGACTGTTTAATACCTTCATCTTTTCCAATACTATTTTCATAACCAGGTTCATTAAAATATGGATCAGGAATTAATACAAGTGATTGAATTGATATCATAATCTGCATCATGGTAGATTGATCAGGAATCCAAGATTCACTAGCTCTTCCTGGCCAAGTACCAAGAATAGATAAACATACTTTACCACATTTATATAGATTGGGATTAAATCTCACTTTACCTTTACCTGTATTGCATATTATTACCTTTGGACTGGTTCGTGGATATTCTGATGTACAATACATGCGGAAATGGAAACAACCAGAATCATATGGTGTACCCTCCGGCCCAGTAATAATAAATTCATGACATTTTAAATTATCTTCTATATATCGATGAAAAATACTTGATTCATATTCAACGGGAAGATTTTTTGAATGTAGTAATAGTTCTTTACTAATACGTCTGAGAGATGTTGTATTTAGATTATCAAGTTTATCTTTTTGAGCAAGATCCTCAAATTTAGTAATACTCATTCCCGAACATTCACGACAAATTTCCCCTAACAATTGTTGTTTATATATCGATCTAATATCATCATTTTTTACGTTCACGATTTGTTTGGAAACAATTTTATTAATTCCCACATTTTTTATTCTTTTATTTAATTTTTTGTAAAAATCCACAAAGTTTTTTAATAAATTTATTTCACGTGTATCATCATTATTTTTTATTTTTTTAGTGGCTTTATTTATTGTTTTTAAATATTTACGACAATCAATATAAAAATTTTTTAGAATGGCATGAAGATTTTTACCATTTATATTTTCCGTAAATAATGGAAGAAAATCATTTGGCATTATTCTTATTGAATCTAGTAATAGTTCAAAATGTCCCATATTTTTCAAGAGATCAATAATAGTATTTTCAAAGAAAACAGATTGTAAATATGAAATGTAACATGAATTTTTTATAATATTATAAGCATCTACTTGTATGTTGTTCAAAATAATCTTTGTCAATCTTTTAACAATATTTTTTAAACATTTCATTAATTTTATTTCATTGTTTTGTTTCTTAAACTGTGTTGAGTTATAATCCCAATCTTTTAATCCATCGTGACCAAATCCTGTACCACTTTTCCATTTTTGTTTTTGATTGGTTTTATTATTTTGTTCTTTTTCAATACTTTTATCACCAGCTGTGTTTAATAAAATAGATAAATCTATTAATTCGTTGTACAATTCATCATATACTTTACCATGATGATTCATATCAAGTTCAGCTTCATTATCACAAATGTTTTTAATTTCTTTGATAACATCTTCTAATTTAACACACGAGTTCCATTTATTTGGTGTTAAAATATCTAATGTTGCTATTTTTATCGCAAGATCATTAACAAATATCGGTGAAACTAATTTAATTTTAGGAGGATAAAATGGATATAACATACTATCAAATTTAATATTTAATTTTACATAAGATATATTATTGTCTTCCATCTGTTTTCTTATTTTAGAATCCGAAACAAAAAATTCTTTTTCAAATAATAAATTAATATCGTATACATTATAATTTACTGGCTCAATTTTGAAATTATTTGTGTTTCCAAAATAATATAATTTTTTAAATTCATTCATGATAATTTTTATGGCATTTTCTGTATTTATTTTTTTATTTGTTTCAGATAATCCAGCATAATTCATTTGTTGTTGAATATTTTTCGCATTATCTTGCAATTTTTCCATATCAAAAGGAATAATATCACGTTGAATATATTTTGATAAATCAAGATACAATCCCATCATATCATGTACGTCATCAAATGTTAATTTATAATTATCTTTTTCAAGTTCTATTTTTTCTGCTACAGTATCTTTAATAATATTTGATTTATAATCTACCCATTGTCCAGCTGCAAGAGACATATATTTTGTAGCTTTAAGACCTGGTTTTTCTTTTCTTATTTTTGGAATTGTTTCTTTTAAAAACTCTTTATAAGATAAATTTTTTCCAATAATTTTACCACTTTCGTTGTTTATAGATTTTTTTATTTTCGGTATTTTTTCTTTTCCAATTAAATTGTGTACTGGACCATTTAACTTTTCAGATGTTTTATCATCAACTAATTTAACTATTTCATCAATAATTTGTTCAGTAACATCTTCAGTTACTAATTCAGATACAGGTTCTGTAATAGGTTCAGTTATTTCTTCAGTTACTTCTTCAGTTACTTCTTCAGTTACTTCTTCAGTTACTTGTTCAGATGCAGGTTCTATAATAGGTTCAATAACATTTTCAGTTACTTGTTCACTTACTTGTTCAGTTACTTGTTCAGTAACATTTTCAGTTACTTGTTCATTTTTTTCTTCAGTTACTAATTCAGATACTTGTTCAGATACTTGTTCAGATACTTGTTCAGATACAGGTTCAGTAACTTCTTCAGATACTAATTCAGATACAGGTTCAATTACTTGTTCACTAACAGGTTCAGTAACTTCATCAGTAACTTTTTCACTTACTTCTTCACTTACTTGTTCAGTTACTTGTTCATTTTTTTCTTCAGTTACTAATTCGGATACTTGTTCAGATACTTGTTCAGATACAGGTTCAGTTACTTGTTCAGTTACTTGTTCACTAACAAATTCCGTAATTTCTTCAGATACTTGTTCAGTAACTTCTTCAGATACTTGTTCAGTAACTTCTTCAGATTTAGTAACTTCTTCAGATACAGATTCAGTTACTTGATTAATTACATGTTCAGTTACAAGTTCTAATACAGGTTCAGTAACAGTTTCAATAACTTGTTCAATTATATTTTCAGATGTATGATCTGATACAGTTTTAGTTACTGTTTGATTATCAGTCGTATGATTAATGTCTTTAACAAGTTCTTCAACATCTTTGATAATATTTTGTAAAACCACATCATTTACGTCTATAATATTAACGGAACTAGTGGATTTATTTTCAATAGTTTTAGAAATATTAGCTTGTTTATTTGAACTTCTTGATAAACTTCTCCTCCTTCTAACAACCCGTGATGAATCAAGAGTATAAATTTCTTCTTGTTCAGGTCTATCATCGGATTTATTATTTTGTGGCTTAACTAATATTTGTTCAGAATTTTGTGTTGTTTTATTAATAGTTTCTTCAACTGCATCATTATTCTGTTGAAACATAAGATTAGAATTTTCTAATTCTTGCAGAGTTTTTTGAACAATAAATTTATTTAAATCAATACCATCCACACATTCTTCAGATGCACATTTTGAATCTTTGTCTAGTATACTATTAATAATGTCTATATCTGCATTAATATTTTTGTTAAATTGATTCAAAGATTTATCATCCTGTTTAGTATTGGTAGTTACAACATCAAAAGATCCCCAAGATTCATTTATAGGTTGTTCATCAAAAACAATATTTTTAACCTTTTCCGAATTTTTTATTTTTTTAGCTTGTTTATATTTATTAAATGTCGCGGCCAAATGATCAATAATTCTCCAAACAGATAAATTATTTTTTGTTTGAAGTTGACTATTAGCTTTTGTAATAAATGAGAAATGTGAAATACCGTTTGTTATCTCACGACATGAAAATCCTTTTTTAATTTCCGGATATTTTTTGGGATAATTTATTTCGATAATATGTTCTTTACCATACACCATAGATAATAATATTTTGTCTGTATCATATGATATTATTTTAATATCACTATCAGTATTTTTACTTTCCCACTTCTTGATATCTTCAAGAATAGCCTTGGGAACTTGATTAACTTTAATATTATTTTTATTCATATATATATTATTTAGTAATTAATACTTAAGTCTTTTTATTATTTAATATGAAATCTTTATTTCAATTTTTTTATTTAAGTGGATTATAATTAATATATAATCAAATATATTAGTTATAAAAATACATCACAATATATTGATATATTAATAAATGAACATATCTACAGATAAAATAATGCTTGAAATACCTATTCAAGATATTAATAAACTAGGGTCTTTATTTCAACAATTAGGTATTAATCTTGATACAAAAATTAATTATCAATCACAACAACAAGATAATTCTATTACTGAATCATCTAATGAAACAGTAGAAGATGTTGAAGATGAATTAGACCCAATAATTATTGATGATCTTGAAACTACGGATTCTGAAAGTGATGAAATAACAATCAATGATATTGTACAAGACGATGAATCTCTTAACACAAATAATGATTTGATAAATTCTAATTTATCTCAACATGAAGAATTAAATTTATCTTCAGAAGAAGAAACAAAATCTCAACCAATAACCCAAATAAATGTAGATAAAAATAATTCAAAATCACTTCCAACTTGGAATATTCTAAATAATACAGCTAATACGATCTCTCATAATTTACCATTAAATAACACAAATAATAATAAACAAAGTATCAATCAGAATCTTTTAAATCTTAATCAGTACATAGAGAGAAAAGAAGAAATCGAAGAAAATTTTGAAACAATACAAATTGAGAAAAAAATAATATTAAATGTTGGAGGAAAAAAATTCAAGCTTAAAAAAAGTTTTTTAAAACACCTAAATATAAACTACACAAGACTTAATAAAATAAATAAAGGATCAGAAATACATTATTTTTTGGATAGAGATCCATATTATTTTTCAAAATTAATAGAATTTATAAAAATACATGGTTTGGATAAAGATAATATATCAAAAAATTTAGAAGAATGTAGTGATCAGTTTATTAACGAGTTGTGTTATTATGGATTAGTGGATAAAGTATATTTGCCACAACCAAAATTAAAATTAAAAAAATTAGTATCTTTTCCTTCAAGACATTCTGATATTATTAAAATAATGGCAAATGGTCAAATATTTATGACTTTATCATGTGTATTGTCCAGAAGTAATTTTTTTGAGAATAAATTAAAAATAAATAGATCAAAACAATTTTTCTTAAATGATGTTGATCCTAAAATTTTTAGATATGTATTAAATTTTTTAAGATGTGGTGAAATGTATGTATCAAATTCTGACATATTATCATTATTGGATAATTATGGTATTGATTATGAAATAACATGTAATCAAATAGTACGCGAAAATATTTATTCTCATTTTATTCCAACTGATATTAAAATGATTGATCAACAAATGAATATGTGTGTTAAGAAACTTGATCCTAGAAATCATCCAAATGAAAAAATACCAATAAATTATATTGACGGTAAATTTTATTGTCCTGATAATATTTTTGCTTCAGCAAGTGTAGAAAATATGAACACAATAACAACAAATAGTCCTTTAGAATTTGATTCAGAAATAATATTTGATCTCACAAATAATAATTTAGGTGAATGTATTGAAGATATATTATTATGTATTGATATTCCAGTACTAAAACCACTTGAAAGAATTCAATATGTTGATAATATAGAATATAAATTGATTGAGCATATACATGTTGTAAAAATTGAAGAAAATAAACAAGAACTATTATTTTACAGAAATAGTGATTTATTATATATTTATCCCATTATTTATAAAAATAATTATTCAGATTATCATGATTTAAATAAAATACCTGACAATAATACCAAAGTTTTATATTTTGATGGTCAGAATGAACATTTAATAGATGCTCATAGAATTATATTACCATTGTATTTGTTCAAAGAAAAATATAATCATTTGCCTGTTAAAAAAATATCAGAAAATAAATCAAATTGTTATCTTGTTGTTAAAATGTCACCATTGAATAAATTATTTAAAAAAGTTGTTAGCGATATAAAATTATTGAATATATTCCTGGTTGGTAATTTTGTTAATTTCTCTGATAAAATAAATGTAATAAATAATAAAAATTCCATAATGCAAGTTCCTGTAAACTCTGAATTAAAAAATAATCCAATGTTATATATTTATGAAAGAACACATGCTATTGATATTCCTATACATCTAATAGAAAATGACATATATAATATCACAATTTTACCATTAGATAAGTATGGTTTTATAAAAGATTTTTTCTTTGTTATAAAAGAAAATGATAATTCACAAGAGATAGACAAGTTTTCCAATTCTTTGATTGAGATGGAATTATTATATGTTAATAAAAATTCTGATAATACACAAACACTTGTTCCATATTCTAAATTCGACACAAAAATGTTGAACCATTACATTCCACTTAAACGTCTTGGATATAAATTACCATCGGGAATTTATTATTACAGTTTTAGTTCTGATCCATCCTCAAGTAAAATAATGGGAGGATTAGATGGTAGCAATTACATTATTAGATTTAAGACAAAAAAATCCAAGGTAAAATTATGATGTATATTAATGAATATTGTAGAATTATTATTTAATAAAAATATTAAATAATAATAATAAAATTTATAATTATGCTGGACATAAACCAGTTCCAGGTGTACAAGTTAAAACACCACCATTATTAGTAACAGGTCCTGTAGAACATTTACTTAAATCAAGTGTTGTGGATTTTGGTGTTCCACTGGAATCTCTGCACTGTGCTGTGAGAATAGATCCATTTAGAGATGGATTGGTGCAAGTTTGTTGCCAAGCACCAGTTGGTAAAATACAATTATTAATTGGTGTAATAGGAGGTAAAGGATTATTTTGGTGCCTATTTCTACGAATAAAATAAACAACAAGACCAATAATTGCTCCAATTATTATTAATACAAGTAGAATAATTAAAATAATAGCAAACGTTGACATATATATAATATACAAAGATTTTAGATTATACGATATTTTATATCATTAAATTATTTAAATTATTAAATAGTTCAATAATGATCAGCTGAAAAATAATTATCTATCAATATAATCATCCCTAATAAATTTAGATAAATTTAATGGAAATATATTTTCAGGAGAAATAAATATATTTTTTTTGGGATTTTCAACACTATTTCTACCGAAATATAAACCAGGATTACAATAATCATCAATATTATCTTTATTTTTCCGTTGGCGATTATTAATGGGTATTAACATAGCTTCAGTTTTTTTATATGTATTTATTTTGGTTAAATTGCTTCCATTTATGTCCTTAACTTCAGGAAATGATATAGATTCTTCAAGTTTTATTTGATTTGCATTATGAATCAATATATTATAATTATTTTCGTAATTGTTCCAATATTTAAACCATTGATGTTCAAATAAATTTATCCAATCAATTCTATTTTCATTATTTTTTGCCAATAACGATTTTAATAAATCATAACAATGAGAACTAAAATTTTTGTTATAATTAAATTCTATACGTTTATGTTCCAATAATTCTTTTAAATGATTAATATTTTGAGCTTTATTAGGGTGTTTTCCGAATAATAATTGATACATAATTATTCCAAATGACCAAATATCAATTTTAGAATCATATCCAGAATTTGGATCTAATAATATTTCAGGAGCCATATATGCTGGACTTCCGCATATTGACTTCATTAATTCATTTTCACATTTAGAAAATTCTCTCGCTAAACCAAAATCGCCTAATTTAACTATTAATTTTTGACTAAAATTATAACACTTGCCATCCCAGGTACTTTCTTTTGAACTTACCAAGAGAACATTCATTGGTTTAATATCACGATGAATATATCCCAAATTTATTATATATTCTAAAGCATTTATGAGTTGATTCAAATAATAATAAGTATTTTGTTCGCGATTAAAATAAAGATCAGTTTTACTTGAAGATTCATTATATTCAATAACACGCGCTAAAGTACCGGCATCACAATATTCCATAATAATATACCAATAATCATCTGTTTTATAAACGTCATATAATTTAACAATATTGGGATGATCAAGTTGTTGCATTATTTGTATTTCTGTTGATAATTTATTTAATAATTCATTTTTTGGAGTTTTTTTTTGATTCAAAAAAACTTTTTTGATAGCAACTTTTTCGCCTGTAAGTTTATTTATACCAAGATATACTTTGGCGAATCCTCCTTCACCCAATTCAATATTTGTAATTTCATATTTGTCTTCTATTAATTCCATTATATATAGATAATTATATATCCTTTTATCTTAAAAAAATATATAATTCAATTTTTCCAGCTTAATATAAAAATATAAAATTAATATTCCATATATCGAATATGAATACTCTATCACTATGTTATTATACAAATTATATTACAGAATACATTAAATGTCAATATTTTATGAATTCTTCATTTATCATATTATTTTTAATAATAATTTCTCCATATTTTTTTAATAAACCTAATAGAACATATTTACAAAAAACTCATAATATTTTGTATAGAATATCATTAATACTTTTAAGATTGGAGTTCATTTGTAGTTACTATATACATTATCGTCAACCGGATAATTTTATAATAAATAAACTGATGACTATTTTTATGTTTGAATTAACAAATATAATTACAGTTGTATTCACAGGACATTTAATAACCACACGTAGAATTGTTCATATGTTTTGCCATTTAATTCCTCTTTTACAAGTTTTATTTATTGGTGATATGTTATCAATTATATATATGTATATTCATCACTTTTGTGATATAATGAGAGATATTAATGGATTAATATATAATAGCGCATTTATTAACAAATGCGCACAATTTACTAAAATATTGTTTATTTATTTAACTATATCGCTATATTTACTTTCTCGGAATACAATAATATTTACATTTATGCCTTTTGCTATAAATTATGTTAATACTTATGATTATTTGTATGGAATATTAAATTAATAGAGAGTCTTGTTATCAAACATTATATAATATAATATTATATATCATATAATGATTAAATTAAATACACCTGTTATTAAAGAAGAAATAAGACCTACTGAAAATATAAAATCTCTTAACAGACTACATCCCATAAGTATAATCCATGATATATCTACAAGAAATTTATTTAATATTTTTAGCGATCCAGATAGTCAATTTATATTAGTAAAATTAATTACATTAATAGAACCATGGATTTATCTACACACAAACGTAAAATTAGTAGATAATGGACATTTACCGCTAATTAATGATGAAAGCATTAATTTAGTTTCTAGAGGAAAATATATTTTGGATTATTATTTTAGTCAAGAAAAAAATAAATATGGTAATAATACTGGTTTATTAAATAATATTTTGGGTTATATAAATGGTAATCATACTGATGATTTTTTTAAAAAATACACAAAATATCTTGACATGCCAAATATGAGTTTTGATCTTAATATCAGGACAAATAATGTTAACAGATTTGAAATAATAGAAAAATATGCAGTAGAAAGTATGGTTGAAATTTTTGATATTTTAACTGATGGATTTGATGCTCTGATAGATCATGCTGATGATATATCAACATTAAAAACATTCTTTAGACCACTTAAATCAGCATATGGTTTTGTAGATAATATTAATATTAATTACAACATAAATGATTTAAAAAATTTAAAAAAATTAATGGCAAAACCATATTTTAATTATTCAATGGATTTAATGTTAAATCCATCATCTGAAATTGTAAAAAATGCCAGATCTAATAATTATTTTACTATCGATGAAACAACAAGATATTTAGATAATTTACTTAATAAAACTGATAACATTATGTATTTTCCATATATATATTACTTCAGTAAAACAATATGTAAAAATCAGGCATCAGTCGCACCAGGAATAATTAAATTTGAAGTTGCAATTCAAAATGAAATTAATAAATATTTCATTCTTCTTGCAGAGAAAAATATCTACAGTAAAAAGAATATTAAGAGAATGTTTGGATCAATTATTAGTAATTTGTCCGAAATGAACGAAAATACATTTTATCTACGTAATATGAGTATTAATGAATCATCATGTGATTATAATGATAAATCCTTATATGATACTGTTGTTATACCAAAAAGATTAGGTATTAGAGATCTAGAAATAATACCTCGTGAGTCAATATATTTATTTAATGGTTCAAATAGAACTGAATCTAAAATTATTGAAACACAAAATAAAAAACACAGTATTGTTTTTGATCAATCATTAGCAAAAATTACCAGATCAGGAACTTGGTTGACAGATTATGATATATTCAAAATTGATCTTAATATTATTGTCAATCATGTACTATTTAATAATCAAAATGTAATTTATCCAATAGTTGCGGATTTTGTTAATATTAATATTGAAAGAATTAATAGTTCTACATATGTGGAAACAATAAATACAGAACCTGTTATTGTTAATTATTTAGAAAATCCAAATATTAACATTAAATCGTATGACAAAAAAACATTAATACATAAACTTGTTAAAAATATTTTTGACGGTGAACATTATTTACCCTGGTATGTTACAAATTACAATAAGTCATTAGCACGTGTTTTATTTTTACTTAATACAGAACGTCGGCCATATATTTCTTTTTTGAGAAAATTATTAACAACTAATAATAAAAAGAAATTAGTAAATTATTCAATGTTCTATTGTTTTAATTATCAAGCATATTCATTTTATAATCTTATTTGGATCGAACCAAGTATACATAAACAATATTATGAAATTGAACACATTATTAAATTCATTATTATCATGGATGAACTTATAAAATTACCTGATTTAGAATTACATAAAATATTTAGTGATTTTAATATTAGTTATGGATGGTGTGAAAGAGATGTTGATGTTCCTGAAATAAAAGAATCATATTCAAAATTTAGAAGAGAATTATTAGATATTGTAAATACTTTAGATGAAATGCATAAACAGTAATGTTCAATATTATATATTTATTATAATAAATATATGATATAGATATAGACATTATGCAAGAAATAAATAATAATATTGATTTTGGTAGAATTTTAAAACAAGTTAAAAATGTCCAAGTCAATGAAAATAGTCTAGATTTAAAATTTCCAAAAAGAACTATAGTTGATATTTCAACCGATAATTTTATTAAAGTTATGTTTCAAGATGATAAAAATTATTATTTGTTTTTAAATTATGTAAATGCGTTAGATTTTTATTTAAATTATTTGGGTAATATTGATTTATTACATCGAAATCTTAAACCGATTCATGAAAATGAAATCATTGAAGTATTTTTTAAAGGAGGAAATGTTTTAAATTATCATTTCTCAACTATGGTCAAGGATCAAAGAATAAAAGAACTTTTTGCTGCATTTTTTAAAAAAAGTGATTTTGATTTTAGTGTCAATATTCATACAAAAAGTGATAATAGATTTGATCAATTAAAAAGATCATTTTATCCATTTATTATAAGATATTTAAAACAAACCACGCGTTTATTTAATGAATATTTAGCTGATGTTTTATCTAATAATGTAAATATAACAAATCCGAACACCAATTTTTTAAGAAATTTTAAAAATGATAATGATACTATGATATATCTTGAAACTTTAGATACTATTAAAGATATAATAGCACAACCTAAATTTTTATCCACAAAAGAAATCATTGATAATTATTTTAAAATGTTTTCAGTTACATATATTCCAGCCATTGAACAAATAACAAATGTTGGAAAATATGTAAGAGTTTTATTTTCCAATGGTGATTTTGTGCAATTTATATCCAAAACACATTTATCTATGGCACAAGATAAACAATCTTTAAATAAAATTAATGACATAATTAACCAATACAATGAACATATAATTAATAATTTATCTTTGACATATAATCGTTTATACAAAACATCCAAATATTATTCATGTTTATTATATCCATATTATAAATATTTATTAATGTCTATTGGCAATCATGAGTTAGAATACCAAAATTTATTAGATCATGTAATAAGATACAATTTTAATATTATAAAACAAGCTAATTTTTACACAGTAGAAAAATTAGTTACAATGATTAATGGTATAAGTGAAGCAATGAATGAGCTTAATGATACATATTATGATACAAATTCAGAAAATCCACCAGATGAACAAGAATATAATAATCCTGCAGCATTTAATAATTACACTATTAATAAAAATAATATAAATCCTAATAATATTATTATAGAACCAGCAAATGATTTTATCATGTACAATGATTTTGAAAAACCAGATGGTCGTGTTGTGACAGGTATTGATAATGTGACAAGAACACGTAGGGGTGTAACGACAAATATACAAAATATACATTATGTCAGTTCTAATTTAACCATTAAAAATATTTCTGGTAATCGTCAAGTTCTTGATTTTGATTTATTTAGGATAAAATTTAATATTGTTGCTCGTAATATTGTAGAAAAAAATGGTGTTTTACAAGAATCGTTTAATATACCATCAGAATTTATTGATGTTTCTGTTACTACAATTGAATCAACAAATTATAATGAAGATCATGGTATGTTTATAATGCCAATAAACTTATCTGATGTTTTATTGCCAAATATTCCGGTAAAATCTCATTCATATACTTATTTTATAAATGATTTAATAAGAATATTATTTGTGGATGTAAACTTTTTCCCTTGGACAAAGGGAAAATATGAGAAAAGGCTAAAAAGATTATTATTATTATTATATTTATATGATGGTAGACATAATACTAAATATTTAGAAACATTACGTGATTTAGCGGAAAAAGTTAGATATAATATTACACATTTAGATAAAAAACAAATAGATTTAAGTGAATATTCACGTTCACCTGTTTATTTAGAATCATACGATGAATATATAAATATTTATGATTTAGTGTACATTGATGAAAAATATAATATTATCAGATATCCAATAAAATTATTACTAATTATGTCAGAAATATTAAAATCTAATAATGCATTGGACATTATTAATCATTTTCGAAAATACTTGAAAATAAATCCTTTGACGAGTTTAGGTAATTTGAGAGAAGAATTTATCCAATTTTTGGATGAAATAATAAATACATACAATGATATGTCACCAGGTGAAAATCCTTATAATATAGATAATAATTATGATACTATAAGAAAAATCAACTACAGCAAGTTAAAAAGATAATAAAATTATGCAAATTATATTATTTTTAAAATTAAAGATAATATAAAATGGTTATTAATCAGAATCAGAATGTATATCTTTTTCAGAGTTTATTAATAGCTCAAATGCATTAAATAAATATTTATGTGCCTTATCATCATTTAATAAATCATTTGATTCCGAATCTGAATTTTCTGAATCTGAATTAAATATATCATCACTTTTTATTTCATTCCCAAAAATATTCTCAGTTTCATTAATGTTTGTCATATTCAACACACGATTTAATCTATCCTGATTCGTTTCAATTTCTCCTGAATAATCTGAAAAATTATCAGTTTCATTTATTAAAACTTCATCTTTAACAAGTTGTTCATATGATTCATTTGAATCAACTTCAACTGAGATATCTGTATCATTCACCATAATATTTTTAATATTATTATTTTCTAACAATTTGTCAATTATGTTTACATTGTGAAGTAATAAATTTTTTAATGATAATAACGTATATTTAATATTAACTGTACCATCATCATAATATGATGCTGAACCAATTATATCATTATATGGTCCACCATAGGTAAAGTTAATTGTTCCGTATTTACTCATATAATTTTATTATAAATATACTTATTTATTAAATATGTTTATAATAATCAATTTTTAATAAACTCCCCTATTTTTAGTTATATTGAGTCTTGTATTAGCATTAGGAACAAAGGCAGCATTAACATCTCCTACAGTTTTAGGTTTTCTGAAGCAGAACCACCATATTAGTGCCGCTAAAGCAAGAAGAATAAGGAAAACGGTAAGTTTATTATTTCTTATATAATCCATAAAACCACCACTTGATTGTGCAGGTTGAATAGGTTGAGCAGGTTGTTGTTGTTGAAGTGCTAACATTTGTCTGTTTAAGTCTTCATTGTAGTTTGGATCCATTATTATTATACATTTATCAAAGATAAAAATTTTAACAAAATATAATTCTATACTTATAAAATTATACCTATATATTTATGCAGATCCTGTTATTCCGGGAATTTTAACACCTGAATGTAAGAAAAAGCCTAATAAAAGGAATGCCAATAATGATGCCCAAGAAATTCCAAGTTTAACAAAATTTGAGGTATTTACAAATTTTATACTTAGTGCATAAAGTATACCAAATATGCCACCAGTTGTTATACCAAGAGTCATTAATCTATGTTGATTAGCTTGTGCCCTAAAGAACCATGCAAGTACAATTCCAAGTACAACAGCTATACAAGATAATACTAAAACAACGATAAATTTTATGTTTAATTGATGCCCAAGATCACCAGTTTGTTCACAAGCTTGTGTTTTGGCATCAATACCAGTAATAGCGTCATAAGTATTAACAAATGCGGCTAAACCTGATATAGCTATACCTAATATAACAAGATATTGCCAGGTACTTAATGTAAAATATCTTGATAAATTAGCTCTTTCTGCACTTAATGAACCTGGTTTAATTCTGTCTCTTAATAACGAAGTAGTTGTTATAGGTATTTCACTAGTCATTCAATATTATATATTAAATTAAATAGATAATTATTTTGATAATTATTTATTTAATCATCTATTGATAGTATATTGTTAGTGACTTCAGTTATTTTTTCATAGTAATTATCAATAGTGTTAGTATTTTCAATGAGTATATCATAATTATTTATATTTTTTAATTCTTTTTCTGAAGCATGTGTATCAGTTTGATTTACTATAAAACCTGACAACTTGTCAAATAAATTTATTTTACTTGTTTCTCTACTAATTTTAATAACAGTACCACCTAGACTTTTAATAAAATCAGCTTCATTTTGAAATCTAACATCGGAAACAACAACTCTTACATCTGGATTTTTCTGTAATTCATTCTGGTACCAAAGTTTAAAATGATGAATAAATATATCTTTTCCAATACCTGGCATAATTCTATCAAGATTATCACGCAACAATTCGGTTCCAACAAATTGTAAAGCTGTTCTGGGCGTACAATTAAACCATCTGGGATCAGGAGTTTCTTTTTGTTCTTGAGTACCATATACTTGATGATCTTCAAATAAAAATAATTCTTTACATGCTTTTTTTAATGGATCGGCGAAAGATTTTTCAACAAAACCATATTCTTTTACAATGTATTCAGCAAAAGTAGTTTTTCCAGATCCCGCATTTCCCATAAGACCAATGAGTACCATTTTATTTGTAAAAATAAAAAGTTAATACATTTTTATATACAATATTTATTTCAATTTTTTAACAAGTAATAACTAAAATTGAAAAAAAATTATGATTCGTATTCGGCATAAAAATATATTTAAGCAGATTAAATATTATTAATTCCATATGAATATTTTACTGTTGGAAAAAGATCAATTATCTTATGACAAAAATATTAATAATGCTATACAAATAATAAAAAAATACTGTAAAGATAATAGTTTACTAAAATTATTTACAATAAATAAATATGAGAAAATAGTGCCACTAAATTTTTGGTTTAGTGAAAAAAATTATAAAGTTTATAATAAAAACGATAATAATCAAAATATGAGAATAAGATATTATAATAATAAAATTTTGACACCATTAGTTGCTACCCATGAAGATAATTTAAAACCAATTAAATCATTATTGGAAGATTTATCATTGTATCAACCATATTATCCAGAAAGTTTTTTCTCTATGTGGGAATTTTTATCACTGGATTTTATTAATGCAAACGATTTATTATTTATTTGTAATGAAAAAAGATTTGGTTCTGTTGAAGCATATTTATTATATAATGAAATTAATGATGAATCATTAAAAAAATATCATATTTGGAAAACAGATAATGAAATATTTAAGAAAAATAATATTATTTTTGATGTACCAATTGTTGATTATTTGGGTCAAACTTATAAAATCAATTATATTAAATCATCAGAACAATTACAAAAATATGATTTTATATATATTGATAATATTGGTCAACTAGATGATGTTTTCCAATGGAAAAATGAAGAAAAAGATTTTCAGGCATTTTTATTTTATTTTTTAACATGTCTTGAAATATTAAAACCATCAGGAAATATTTTAATCAAATTAAATATGATGTCAAAAATTTATTGGAACATTATTTTTGATTTCGCCGATAAATATTTTAAGGAACATATTTTTTTCAGATCAAAAATATTAAACCCTTTAAATTCAGAAATATTTTTACTTTTAAAAATATATGAACCAAAACATTGTTATAGTTACACATACTTGAATTTTTTAAAATATCTATACAAAAATAAAGTTTATGAAATATTTAATGTCGGAGACCAAAAAATTTCAAATAATGTATCCAATAATTATCAAGAAATTTGCAAACAATGGATTTCTAATCTAAAATCATGCATAAATTCTTCTAACATAGGACAAAAAGATTATGTATATAATTGGTATAAAAAACATAATTTGAAACAAATACGCGATACAAATTCAAATTTTAAATTAAATATATATATTCAAGTGATTGAAACACTAAATAAGAAGTATATTATAAAACCAGTGTTTAATTCTAATATATTAAACAGTCAATATTATTCAGAAATTAAAAAATCAAAAGGATTATTGAATTATTATAAAAGAATTATGGATACAAAACCAAGTAGAATTTTTAATAACGAGAGATATGAAATTAATAATCAAGAATATTTTTTAACATGGGATAATTTATCATATAAACTGGATATGTATAAAAAAATAAAAAAATCACTAAAAAATGATTACGAAACTGAAATGATAACAAATGCTTGGATTAAAATGTATGAAATATTACATCATTTTCCTACACTGATTCCCGATAAAAAAGATATAACAACATTCCATCTTTGTGAAGCACCTGGAGCATTTATATCATCGACAAATCATTATTTAGATAAACTAGGAAAAAATTTAAACTGGTATGGTCAAACACTTAATCCAAAAAAATTATAATATAGCTTTGGATGATCATTATGGTTTAATTTCGAGATATCCAGAAAGATGGATTTTTGGTGATCCTAATGTAGATGAAACTGGTGATATTACTCATAGTAATGTGATAAAATATTACAAATCTCTTGAAATATTGGGAGATATAGATTTTATGACTGCTGATGCAGGAATTTTATGTAAAGGAAATGAATTAAATGATCAGGAATCTATTTTATCTAAAGTTAATATGGGTCAAATAATTTGTATATTATCATGTTTACCAAAAAATAAATCAGCAGTATTTAAAACATTTTTACCAATGTCAGAACCTTTAACAATATCATTAATATATTTACTGACAATTAAATTTAACAATGTTACACTTTTCAAACCAATGGCAAGTAATAGCTCTAATTCTGAAATATATGTTATTTTAGAAAATTACAAAGGAATATCTGAGCAAGATTTGAATATTTTATATATATTACTTGATGACCCCAAAATAACAAACAAAACGTTTTTATTTGAACATATAAGCGAAAAATTTATGAAATCATATTCAAATACTATTAAAAAATTAATTGAAAGACAAATAAATTCTTTAAATAGAAATTATTATTATTATTATCATATGGATGAAATAGATTATGATGAAGATAATTTATTTATGGAGCAATGGTTTAATAAATATCCTGTATCTAATCTTAAAAATAGATTGTTACCCTTAATATAATTTATTTATAATAAATTATATTACACTAAATAATGAATTATTTTTGTAAACGTTATTTATGCAGCATAAATAATTTAATAATTGAATATATTCATTTCCACATTCTTTTATTTTTAATAATATATCTCCAGAATTAATTATAATCTTACTTTTTTGAATAGTATTAAGAGTATTTGTTTTCAAAATACCTTTATTTAATTGCATTAAAATTGTGTCTATGGGATATCCTAAAGATATTATTTTTTTAGTTAAATCAGATAATTCAATGACACTCTTACATGATACAGACTCGTTAATTATTTCTTGAGCTCGAGTTAAAGTAATACATGCCGCTAATTCATAAATATTTTCAGGAGTGATATCATTATCGTTGTTATTTGTGAGTATTTTAAATGATAAGGTTTTTAATTCAGATGTTGACACGTCCTCAAAATTTTTTTTAGTCCTATTTTTAAATCCATACAAATATTTTAAATTTTGCAAAAGCATAATAGCTTTCCTCATATCACCATTAGATACTTCTATTATTGTTTCTAATATATCTTTGGATAATTTCATGGATTCCTTAATAGATATTTCATTTAATTTATTAACCATACATTCATCATCTAATTTCTTAAAATAAACTGCTGAACAACGTGATTTAATCGCATCCGTAATTTTTGTTATATAATTACAAATAAAACAAAATCTTGTTGTTGTGCTATACTGTTCGATAATAACTCGTAAAGCATCTTGTGCTTCATCAGTCATAGAATCAGCTTCGTCTAGAATAATTATTTTATAAGATGGAATGATAGTTCCATCAGGATTTATAATACTTGTGACATATTTTTTAGCTTCGTTTGTTATTTTTTCTCTAACTGCATTAATTCCTCTATCATCAGAGGCATTAAATTCTATTACTCTCGTTGGAAAATGTTCTTTAAATATTTCTCGTCCCATAGCTAAAATTGCAGATGTTTTACCTGTACCAGGAGGTCCATAAAATAAAAAATGCGTCATTTCTCCTTTCGAAGTACTATTTTTAAATAATTTGATTAAATTTTCAGATTGAGCAATGTCTTGTAATCTTCTCGGGCGATATTTTTCAATCCATGGAACCGAATCTAAATTATTAGTCATTAAGTTATATATATTAAAATGACTTTATATTTAGGTATTTAAAATTTTTTTCAATTTTATTTGATCATAATATTGAAAAAAAATTAATATAAATTTAAAATTAACAATTATAAATTAATGAGAATTCTTAAATACGCATCAGATCTTCATTTAGAACATTTGGATAATATTTATAAACCAAAAATAATAGAACTTTGGAATTTTAATACAAGTGAAAAGGATGAATATTTTTTAGCTCTTGTTGGAGATATTGGTAATCCTTTTCAAAAAATTTAGAATTATTTTTAGAAAATGTATCTTCAAAATATAGTTTAGTATTTTATATTCCAGGTAATCATGAGTATTATAATCTAGATAAAAATAAACAATATGATATTGAAAAATTTAAAAAAAATTAAGGAAAATATGTTATAAATTTCATAATGTTGTCTTAATGGATAACGAATCATATGATTTGGAAGATATAAAATTCATTGGTTCAACATTGTGGTCACATGTACCAATTGAAAATAGTTCACAAATTTGTCGATCTATAAATGATTATCATTTAATTAAAAAAAAGAATATATTTAATGAACTTGAAAAAATAAATTATAATGATACAAATAAATGGAATAAAGAATCTATCGATTTTATAAAAAAGAATTAGCGAATACTAATAAACCATGTATAATTTTAACACATCATGCACCATTATTTAGTGATCCAATAAATAATTGTTACACTGCCGATCCAATATATATTAATAGTCCAAATAATTTTGCATTTCACAATAATTTGTCCGAGATAATAACAAGTCCAGTAATTTTATGGATTTATGGTCATACACATTATAATGGAACTTTTAAATATAACAATATTCCAATTAGCACAAATCAATTTGGATATTATCATGAAAAAATTAAATTTAATTCACATTCTTATTATAATTTGGATGATTTAATTATTAAATCATTATAATTATTATTTATTTAATAAATAATTGAATAAATAAATAGTTATAATTAGATATTATCCATATATTAATAAATAAAATGGACAAATATGAAAAATCCAAAGTGTTAACTATTAGATATAAAAAAGTCAAAAAACTTTTAAAAATTATTTACGGATATGATAGTTTTAGACCTAAACAATATGAAATAATAAATAGAATTATTAGTGGGGAAGATGTTTGTGCACTTTTACCAACTGGTCAGGGTAAATCTATTTGTTTTCAAATACCTGCTTTATATTTAAATAAACCTGCCATAATAATATTTCCTTTAATTTCCCTCATGGAAGATCAACAATTAATTTTAGATAAACTTGGTATTACATCTTGTTGTTATAATTCAAGCGTTCAAAATAAATATGAAATGCGACAAGATATTTTAAATGGAAAATATCAATTTATATTTTTAACACCCGAATCTGTTGTTAAATTAAAAGATTTTATTATTGAATTAAATGAAAAAAAAGGTATTTCTCTGGTGGCCATTGATGAAGCACATTGTATAAGCTCATATGGTTTTGATTTTAGAAAAGCTTATAGAGAATTAACTTTATTCAAAGAAATATTACCACAAATACCAATATTAGCATTGACCGCAACTGCAACACATATTATTGGTAAAGATATATGTAAAACACTTCAATTAAAAACACAGGAACCAATAAAAACATCTTTTGATAGACCAAATTTATTTTTAGAAGTAAGATCGAAATCAAGTAAAGCTAGTAACGATATAATTCCTATTATCCAAAAACATGAAAATCAATCCGTAATTATTTATTGTGTTACAAAAAAGGAAACAGAAAATATCGCAAAAATATTAAAAACCTTTAAAATAAAATGTGGAATGTATCATGGAGATCTTGATTCTAAAGTCAAATCAAAAGCTCATAAAAATTTTGTTAATGGAAAAGTAAATATAATGGTTGCAACAATTGCATTTGGAATGGGTATTAATAAATCAGATGTGAGAGCAGTAATACATTATGGCGCACCTAAAAATATCGAAGGTTATTATCAAGAAATAGGTAGAGCAGGACGTGATGGTGATAAATCTTATTGTTATGCATTTTATAATTTTAGAGATTTTGCCATCCAAGAAAGTTTAATAAAAACTAGTACAATGACTACACAAGCTTATAAAGAAAATTTATTAAAATTACTCGGAGTTATGAAAAATTATTTAACGGCAAAAAGATGTCGTAGACAAATATTATTAGAATATTTTGATGAAGAGTATCCAGATAAATGTAATTTTTGTGATAATTGTTGTGGAAAGATTAAAACAGAAAATACTACTTTAAGAAGTAAACAAAATGTTCAAAAGGAAGCAAAAATATTAATAGATTTAATTGAATCCATTAAAGATAGAAGTTTTGGTGCTGGTATGTATATAAATATTTTAAGAGGCTCCAATAACAAAAATATTACTCCAGCTATGAGAAAAAGTAAATATTATGGTATTGGTAAAAATCATTCTGTTAATTGGTGGCAGGAAGTTATCAAAAATTTAATAGAAAGAGGATTATTACAATATGTTTCAGTTGGATTTAAAAATATCCAAGTAATTAAAGTAACTCAACAAGGATTATCGTGGGCAAATATGAGTGAACTTTCAGGTCTTATTGGTGATTTAGATGTGGTAAAATTTGAACCAATGGAAATGGAAACAACAATTTAATAAATTTTAATATTTAATTGAAATTTATTAAATTAAACAAAACATTTTATTCATACGTATTTATTATAATATTTTTATCAATATATTTTTTATTTTTTTTGTAGAATGATTTTTTTAAAGTTAAATGAGAAACACTATTAGGTATACATTCTTCAATGGGTTGATTAAATTCCCATCCAAAAGTTAAATGAGTTAATCGAGAGGGTAAACTCCTCTCTCTAACCTCCCCCTTTGGGGACAAGGTAACACTATTAGGTATATATCTTTCTATGGGTTGATTAAATTTCCATCCAAATTCTAAATGAATAATACTATTTGGTATGCATCCTTTGATGGGTTTATTAAAATTATATCCAAATGTTAAATGAGTAACACAATTAGGTATACATCCTTTTATGGATTGATTAAAATTCCATCCAAATTTTAAATGAGTGACACTATTGGGTATACATCCTTCAATGGGTTGATTAAATTCCCATCCAAATTCTAAATGAGTAACACTATTAGGTATATTTGTATCATTAGCTTCATATTTTATATATTTAAATCTAGAATAATAAGGTAGGTCTTTTATTTCATCATAACGGTATATTCCATTAAATTTGATATTGTAAATAAATTGTCTAAAATATGTATTTCAATTTTATTATTTTTCTATTTTAGCACTAGATTTAGAATTACCTTTATTTGTTTTGTTTGAGGATTTAGATCCGCTGGATTTTTGCACTTCTTTTGTTTTTTTAGATGTTTTTATTGGTTCTTTTGATTTTTTCGGTGAAGATTTTTTACTAGGTTCGGTATTATCTTTAGGTAATGGAGGAGGTGGAGGAGGACCAGGTAAACTCATATCTTGTCCATCTTCGACTACTTTTCCTTGCGGAGCTTCTTTAATAACTGTTGTTGTTGGTTTTAATAATTTTTTTGCACTTAATAATTCTTGTAAAGAGGGAGGTTTAAAACTCGCAGATTCTTGTGTATTATTTTTTTGTGAAGGAGGTGGCGGCGGTACTACTGGAGGATTCATTAAATTAGGCATTGTATTTATATATGGATTTTGATATAAATTTGGAGGATACTGATTATTATAAAAAGGTATCATTGGATTAACAACTCCAGTAATTTGAGGAAAACATGGAACAGATATTGGAGTTGTTAATGTTTTTTGATATTTTTCAATTAATTTTGCGTAAACATTATCTTCAGGATCATCTTCATCACAAATAAAACATTCAGTCATAAAAAATTCTTGTATAGGCGAGTACGGTTTAAATTTTCTTATTTGCATAATGGTCCAGTTTGATTTAAAAATTTTATCAGTAAATTTAATATCCGTTAATTCAATAACTGCTGATACAATGGATCTTTTTTTTAAAATATCAATACTAGATTTTTTACCTTCTTCATCATATGTATTAAATAAAAATCCAATATCATTATCATAGGGCATCGTAATATTCATATAATGTGGAAAATCTTCCGATAGTCTTTGCAATGTTTTTTTGTATTTCAAGTTTTTAGGTAATTTCCAAGGTTTAATATATTCACTGATTGTTTCTTCGTTAACTTTATCTATTTTTTTTATAAAATAGTAAAATTTTTTTATTTCATCTTCATTATAAAGATTAGTAAGAGTGCTAAATGATAAACAAATATTGTAAGCTTTTTTACCTTTATTATCAAATTCTTTAACACCAAATGGTATAATCATTTTTGGTGTATGTACAATAATTTTTTGTTTTTTATGTTTAATCGGCGCTATGTCTGAATTAGTTTTTTTTGAACTATTTTCAGATTTTGTTTTCTTTTTGGTTTTACTTTCAGATTGTGTGGATTTTTTATCTTCTTTAATTTCACGTTCATAGTAAACTCCCATATTTTTACTCACTTGATAAAATAATACAGGTTTTACATAAGTTATATTTTCTTCATTAAAATTATTTATGTCGATAAATAAATCTTTGTAGTTGCCAATATTATAACCATTCATATCAATTAAGTTATATATATTTTTTGTTTTTTCTTTAAGTATATCTTGACCGATAGATTAATAAAATCAATGTTTTTTATCAAAAATTTGATAAAATATATATATTCCAAAATGTAAATGGTTTATATTAATTACATATATAAAATGTCCTTTAACACGAATTTAATAGATTTATGCAATTCTGGTAATCTGCAAGAAATACACGATTTTTTTTCAAGAGAAAATATTTCCGATGATCAAATTAAACATTGTATCCGAAATCTTTCATGTAAAATAGAAAAAAAATTTTGTCGCGAAATATCAGATATTTTAAGATCTTTTTTAAAAAATAATATATCAGATGGAGAATATATTAAATTAGTTGAACCATATAAATTATATGAGTTATGTTCTCAAGGATCATATTGTGAATTAAAAAATTATTTTGATACTTATGAAATTACGAGTGAGGATTTATTTAATTGTTTTATGCGACTAATAAATAGAAAAATTTGTGATCCATTAATGATCGAATTAATATTGTACCATCCTAATTGGAACCTTGATGAATATCCATATTTGCAAATTATTTATCATGCATTAATTATTAGTAATAATAAATTATTAAAATATTTATTTAACGCAAAATCAGATATTAAAATAACACACAAGATAATAAAATGTTGTTTCCATTTTAAAAACTATGAAATTATTAAATTTTTGTTGTTAGAAAAAATATCCAATCCCACAGAATTTATAAATCAACATGAAATTATACTTGAATGTGCAATATCAAATGATAAAAGATTTGTTGATTTATTTATAGATTTGGGTGTGGATTTTAATAATATTATTGCTATATTTTTTGCCATTAATACAGACAATGATTATTTTGTGCAAAAATATATAGAATTGGGTTATCGTTTTGACCCTAAATATGATGATCCAATAATATTTTCTATTAATTCTAAATCAGCAAATGTTTTAGACGTATTATTAAAAAATGAAATTAGTTATGATTTAGAAAAAATTCAAAAATTAGTGGATAAAATGCAACCCAATGATAATAATAATCAAAATATTTTAAATGTATTGAAAAATTATGGTATAATTGATTAATTTAATCGTATATTTGTTTGAAATATACGATTAAATTTAGGCATGATATAATATAATGAGTTATAAAAATCAATTAATCAAACAAGTAACAGATGGTAAATATGATAGGAAAAAATATATAAATATGATGAATAGAAAAAATAATGGAACAAAAAATAAATCGGAAACCAAGAAAAACTTCCGATCAAATACAAATAACATTGACGAAACATTATTAAATTTGCTAAATAAAAATAAATCTCAAAACGAATTAAATAAAACTCTTGAAGATTATAATAAGCCAGATACACCTGAAAATAAATCTCCCGAATTAATTTCTGAAAATAATGTTGTCACAGATAATGATAATAAATCTAATGTCGATCATATTCAAGAAGAAATTAATCATTCGGAAGAAAAATTTACAGATAATAATCCCAGAAAGCCAAATCGTCTATTGAATAAAAAAATACCCATAAGAAATTCGAATGTTCCCATAAAAAATAATCATTATTTATCACGTGATTTAGTTAATAAACAATTAACAGATAAAATTTCTTTACTCGAAGCTAAAATTGATAAACTTGAGGCCAAAGTTAAAATATTAAATTTGCAAATGAATTCCATTTTAGAAAATGATAATTAATATTAATGATAAATTTGTCCCAGTTGGAAAATATAAAGATTTTATCAAAAAAACAAAATTCAACAGTATTAAGTGCCAAATTATTTAATAAAAATATTATTGGAAAATACTACGATATTTGTTCAAGATCTATGTTTATTGAATTAAATATTTTAGCTTCTTGTAAACATTCCAATATTGTTTCATTGGAAGATATACTAAGCATAAATAATGGACCTATTTTAATGATTTTAGAAAAATTAGATTTTTCTCTTGAAGAAATTATAAGCCATTCAAATTTATCTTTATTAGATAAATATAATATACTTCTACAAATAGCTTATGGTATTAAATATTTACATATAAATAATATTATACATTTTGATATCAAACCAGATAATATTATGTTGAAAAATAATACATATAAAATAATAGATTTTGGAGCAAGTGAATATATTTTTGAGGAAAATATCTGCACTAATCATACAAAATGTACTTCGACTCACAGACCACCTGAAGCATTTTATAAAAATAAACTAAATTCATCATGTGACATATGGAGTTTTGGAATTATTATTTGTGAATTATTAACAAATTGTCCCATTTATCAATATAAATATTTTCCAAGTTATACAAACAATAAAACATATGATAATAATGTATATCAATTCATTGTTTCAAATAAATTTAATAATCTAGTAAATGTATTACCAAAAAAATTACAGTCATGTTTAGATATTAATCCAAAGAATAGACCAAATATTGAGTTTGTCATAAAAAAATTACATAAATTATCAAATAATTATATTCATAAAAATATATTTGATAATAATTTGTCACTTAATTATTCAAAAAATTATTTACCTGTGGAAAGAATAATCATTGATAAAATGATTCAAAATCATGATCAAAATAATATTGCATCATTATATATCAAACTGGATCTAATTCATAGAACAGATTTTAATGAAAATATAATAAATGTTTGTGAAATGGTTTTTAATAATAAAAATATAAATGTGGATAAAGAATATATTAAAAAAATAATTTTACAAGAAAACGGTATATTGTTTCAATATCATCATCATGTCTATAATTTAGATAATTTTATGACTTTGATAGATGATTATACTACAAAATCAATTCATTTAATAAATAATATTAATTTAATTAATTTTCATCAAAATTAATTAAGTTACCTCAACTTTGTTATATCTCCATATAAAATAACAAAAGCATTATCACTTTGATTTTTAATGTATAAATTACTAGGTATTATTTTTGATGTGATAGGAATGGAATATTTTGTGGATATTTGATCATCATAAAAAATGTAGTCAAAATTATTATTTGAATAATTATCGTAAACAAGAGCAGTATAATGTCCGGTTGTAATAGTATTTCCACGATGCACAATAATACCTAACGCAAAATAAGTTATAGTATTAGTGTCAGTTGTTAATGTTAATGTGGTATTTATTTGTATATTATTCAACTGTTTTAAATTAGTATTTTGGTCAATTAATTCTAGTCTTACAAATAAATATTGTGGTAATATTTCAACTTTATAATGTGCAAAACCTAATTCATAATCACCAGTATTAACATTATATATGGATTCAGAACCAGCAATCAGTTCAACACCATTATGTAATTCATATAAAACTTGCTCAAGTGTTCCATTGATATTTCTTTTGATAATGTCAGAATTAATATGATTAGATGAAAAAATAAAAGGTTGTGAAGATAATAAATTATTTGTTGATGCATGATAATATTCTCTTGATCCTCTCATAATATATAATTCTATGATGTCATCATCTAAACCAGATGTAAATCTGGTAATAAATTCATCAGCATCTTCTTCTACTAATCTTACAGGGAATTGTTTAAATATTTGTTGCTTGACGTAAGGATATTGTGGAAAGGATCTTATTGATATAGTTTTCGGGGGAATATTCATTTCTATTAATAAATTTTTAATGTTATTGTATGCAATATTTGTTGCAGCATCAACGTCATCATTAGTGAATTTTACATTGTTTAATATATAATTTCTAAGATCATACATTACAAATAATAATTGCATTGATACACCAAAATAACAAGAATTACCGAAATTTGCTAATGCGCGTGAATTTTCCACATTGAAATTATATATTGATATTATTGATGATACATTAAAATTAGTATTGGCTTGAATATTGACAATATTATTAACAACAGGCTGTCTTAAATGAGGGATAAAAGCAATAATATTTGGATCTGTGGATGTTAATATGTTGATGAATTGATTTTTATTACTAGTTCTAACATATTCAGACCCATTCCAAATTTGATTTGTAATAGGTAACATTCCAGAATTGTCTAATATTGGTGTTATTTGTAATGTTTGTGTAATATTTGGTGGTATTATAGTAGTATATACGGGTATATTTTTTTGTGTCGGTAAAGATATAGTACCCTGTTCATTTTTATCTGTTAAACACATTGTTTTTTTTGCTCGAAGGATCCATTTTATTTATAAAAGGCATAGTATTATTTAATAATTTTATTTGTTCTTCTGCTTTTCTTAAACTTTGACTATTAGATACTACATAGAATACATAATAAAAAGAAATCTTTTGTTCATATGGTTCAATAAAATCTTGTAAAAGAGGTCTGTTTGTTTCTTGAAGTAAGGCTGCTTGTGTAGTATTAAAAGCATGAATTGGATTGATAATAAATTTATCATTTGGATTACCAGGATCATTACAAATATAATTTGTTTTACCTGACCTGAATATTTTATTTGTATCATAATCTCCTCTATTTTCAAATGAAATAACGTTTCTCATTTTTCGATCAGCATTGGAAGTTATCGTATTTGGATCCGCAAACTGACCACTAGTTCTATCAATATCATTTTCAAGTATAAAATTTTCAATTTCATTGGTTTTTAATGGATCATCTGAGGTTAATAACTGTGGATTTACTATTAATTTATATTCTCCATATATTGGAGCATTTGGATTTTGAGAATTTAAAGTTTGTACAGCACGATATCTATTTGCTGTTCTGTAATTATTACTAATAGTATCTGTTATTGTTTCATTATTGATGGTAGATTTTTGTTCTTGGATATCACTTGATTTATTTAATACACTTGTTATAAGATATTGTAACAAACCTACTACATTTTCATTTATATAATATGCTTCATAAAATGCGTATATTTTACTTCTGGACCACCCTCCATCATCATCATTATCTGATCCACCAGGTCCTTCTACTATTTGATTGATAATTTCTACAATAATATCAAACAATTTGTATTGTATTAAAAATCCAATAACAACCACACAAACTGATACTAATACTTCGGATAAAATTGCAAGACGATCTATTGCTTGACCTAAAATAACATTAACAGATGCTATACCTAAACGTCTTGCGAGGATTGTATCAATATTTGTTCCAGTTGTTGTATAATATTCTGGTTTAAATTCATTAGAACTTAAAAGTTGTCCAAATGTTGTAATATTTGTTGGATTTTGATAAAAAGTAGAAATCGGATAAATATTAGGTGTAAAATAAGTACCTTCAACATCGCTATATCCAAAATTATTAACTCTAAAATTTAATATATCAGTGACAATTTGTCTTTCCAATGTGCTATCTAAATGATTTGGAGATGGCACAGTCACACCATAACTACTTATTGATCTTAAAATATAACTCATAATTAACGAGTTATTATCATAAATGGGAATTAAAAGGGGATTTAGTACATATGTACTTTTGCGTTCCTTTCCAGGAGAATCTGCTTGTGACCATTCAGTTGCTCCTATATCTTTAAAAACGCGACGTCTTAATTCTATTTTATCCAATCCTGGACCTTGTATACTTGGTGTGATACCAGTATCCACATATGTTTTTGCAATATCTTCTTTTCCTGGTAAATCATATATTAAAAATGGCACAAATATTGGGTTTATTGAATTTGGATCTAGATTAATTTCAAAATCATAAACTAGTATTGATCTTGATGAAATTGGATTATTAATTGTGCCTTTTACTTGTTTAATAATGTGATCAAATAATTTTTTAATAGGTACACCAGTCATTCTTACTCTATCAACCTCATCTACAAAATCAGTAAAATTTCTGTAATGATTTTCGTTGATTTTAATATATGTGGAATTTATCATATTATTTGTGGCGCTAAAATATGTATTATATTGTGTTCTTGATTTCCCTGATAGATTGGGATCTCCAATATTATTAATAGTAAAATTAGTTCCTCTAGCTGGATCTTTTAAATCCATAACATAAGCTAACATATCATGTCTATTAGTAAAAACAAGTTGATCAGACAATCTTAAAACATTTGGATCTGTATTATCAAGAACATGATGAATTATACATTGATAAAAATCAGGATAACATAAATAATTTCCCGCTTCACTTGGATTCCAATAATAGTTATATTGTGTTCCTAAACCATAAATTTCATATACCCTAAAATATATATCCACATTCGTAAATTGATCCATAGTGGCTTGTAAAATACCATTACTAGGAGAATCTACACCTCTTGATAAATCCATTTTTCGCCCAAAAAGAGAGGCGGATTTACCAACACCACTATAACCATAAGTCATGATAACAGTACCTTTATTATTTAATATATTTGGCGCAATAGACATATAATTACTAATAACATCCGAATCTGGAAATATTTTTGTATTATAAATTCTTTCAAAATCAATACCATTAGCTACTGGTTTCATTTTTCGATAAGTTGGACCATAATATAAACTATAATTTCTGCTTTGGCCAGGGTTATTAAATTCATATATTCTTTCAAGTAAATCAAAGTTAATTTTTAAATTATTACCATTATTGCTATTTATAAAAATTAATTTCCCAGTTTCTAAGCGTCTTGTATATTCTTGACTTGTTGGATCTACATCTAATAAGAAATCAACGTTGCGACCACTTGTTAATGCTAAAGACCTTAACTCATCATTGTAACTTCTTGAAACAAAATCATTAATTCTTAAATGTAATTGAACTTTGTCCATAGCAACTGCACTATATTCGTCTAAATATTTTCTAAGTCCTTGAAATTCCAAGAAAACACTATTAACGTCTCCTGTTGTTCTTAATGTTTGAATTTTATATTTGAGGATAGATTCATATTTCTCGCCGGGAGCAAGTTTTGATATATTTATTTCATCACTTTGTTGTTTGCTCCTTTGATAATCTTGTCTTATCCATCTAAATAAATTATAACATCTTTTTAACTGTATATAATGATATTGATATAAATATGCTTCAATATCTGACATATCCTCAAAAGATTTACTATCTAAACATGTTACAATTGAATCTAATATGTCATAATAATATTCTATGAGTCCAAAAGACATTCTTCTATAAAATTTGCTAACTATTGAACGATTATTTATTGTTTTGTTTATAGAAGATTTAAAAGCTTGATAATTATTAATTTGTGAAAGAGTCAATATGTGATAATTATTTTTTGTGATAATATCTTGTATTTTTTGTTCAGTTAATCTTAAAATAGTTTCATAATCATCAACAATATTCTCTACATGTTGTAAAAGTTTAGAATTATTGATAAACGCGTACTGTTTAAAATAATTATTAAACATAACTTGATTCATTATCGATGTTGTTTCTCTTAATGTTATCATTTTGTCTTGTATATTGTTTCTAAAATTAAATATAATTCTACTTAAATCAGCTTCTGTGTTTGTTAAATTTAAATAATTATCATGTTCACTTTCATAAAATTCATATAAATTTGGTTTAATGTTTTGAGTTATAGAACTATATGTATCATTGATATCGTCAACAATTATTCTATTATTTTGATATTCCTGTGGTGAAATTAGTATATATTTTATATTTACATCATTATTATTATTAGTTGGTTTATTGATTATTTGCGACAACTCATTTCCGGCGAAAAGTGCATCATTAAATTTCTTTGTTTGAAAATATTCACGATAATATTCTCTTAATGAATCCAAATCTGAAACATTTGTATTATTAATATTATTATTAATATTTCTCATTCTTTCTCTTAAATTATCTCTTAAAGGATTAAATATGGTTCTATAAATATCTGCAACAAATAAAATAAAAATTGGAAATGGATCATTATTATTTAATGATAATTGTATCTGGGCTTCATATTCATTTTGAATAAAAGTTCCTGCAGAGTCTATTATATTTTTTGTGATACTTGGAGATGATAATATTCTTGGTGGAGAAAGATTAAGAGTTGATGTTGTTGACATATCTGTGTTAATTATGTAATTTGCGACTTTTGAATTCCCAGATTCAAGTTCTGATGAAATTTGTCCAAATAAATTATTCATATTAACTGATTGTAAAGATAATTGCAAATCTGAAATAATTGATATCATAAAATCATTCAAGATTCTTACTAGGTCTGGTTTTAATATATTATCTGGAACAGATAAGGATATTAATTTATTTCTAATATATGTAGGTTCAAAATATGGTTCAAGTACATTAATAAAATCAATAAGACGTCCACTTTCGTTATCAATATTATTTAAAAGTGGTAATATATTTTTTGATCCAATATTGTTCATTACGGACAATATTATATAAATTTGTGAACTTGTATTTGCAATATTTGTGTAATAATTATTATATTGTATAATTGGATTCGATGCATAATTATATGTTACAGGATAATTGTTTTGTTCAGTAGTAATTTGGTCAATACGTTTTTCTAATTCATTTGTTATTGAATCATAATATGTGTCTACATTATCTAAATATCTGGAAAAAATATTTGTGTTATATATATTATTTGGATTCATAAGAGGATCCAATGTTTTAATAAAATTTAATATTATTTGAACTGATCCGTTTAAAATGAATAATGATAACATTTGGGAACATAATGTGTACCAGACATTAATAAGTTTTCTAATAAATATCCAAGTTTTATCAATCACAGAATTAAATGTGGTATCAATTGGTAAAGAATTTTCCACAAAAGAACGTATATTTAATAATAAAGTAGGATCATTAAAACTATTTAATAATATATCTAGGTGATAATAATTATTGTTATTAATAATGGTATTATAAATATTTTCAATTTCGGTTATTACATTGAGTAATGTATTTTTTTTATTAATTCTCAAGTTATACAATGGATCATCTTCATCAACTGGAGTGTTCCAAGTTGATATATTTTCAACATTTAAACTAAATATTGTGGAAGCTAATTGATCTAAATTCATACAAAAGATCACTAAATATCTACCTGTTTCCATTAATCTCCTTATATGATCCACATTTGAAACCGTTATAGAATTTCTAGTATTTATTCTTAGTCCAGGTATTGTTAAATTTTGAAGGTTTAAGAAAAATTGTTCATTATTTGTGTATGTGATCTGTGAACCGGTAATTTTTAGATCATCATTTAAATATGACGGTAAATATGCTGATAAATTACTGGTATGGTATGGATAAAAAACAGTATCATTAATGTTATTAATAATTTCAGTTTCGTATCTATTATATTGTGAATTGGTTTCCGTAATTCCAAATGTTTGGAAAATAAAGGAGTTCGGAAGTAATTTTTCATCGGCAATTAATATGGGAAAATTAGAGTTATTAATATTCACCAATGGACTTAATGTTTTTCCTGATGAAATAATTCCATTAATTATATCTATAAAAGGTAATGCATTGTTATAAAACGCGTGATATTCATCATTTATAATACTCAAACCGGTTCTTACTCTTGACACATTATTTGTTCTCATAAGAATTAATTTACAATTAATTCTATTATGAAAATTTTCTGAATATCTTTTGTTAACTAATGGATAAGGACAATTATTTGTATCAATAATTGCATCTCCAATTGAATTAGGTAATATTTGTTTTTGTATATTATTTAAATTTTGATACTGCTGAAAATTTCTTAATCTTTGTATATATGTATTTTCGTTTGTCAATTGATGTTGTTCTTGTTGAATTCTTCTAAAATCAACATTATTAATATTGTTTGTTAAAGATAATGCATTATAAGTTTGATATAACACAGATAAATTTTCATAAAAAATTATGTAAAAAGAATTATATATTGTTCTAATTTGTGAAATAATATTATCTCTTACTTTTCTCGCAATATCATTATTCCAAGGATTATTTACTCCACCCTGTAAACGGTATATTTCTTGTAAATCTTCACCAATATTATTTATATTTGTATTTACATCAATATTATTATTACCTGTTAAACCTAACAAAAAACGACACAAATTTAACAAATTACTATCTGATTTATCTCTATCATATGTTTCTTTTAGTGTATTTATAGCATCAGTTTCGTCAGTATTATATTCAATGTAATATGGAATAATTTTATCTAAAAGACTTGAAATTTGATCCTTATTTAATAAATTTTGTAATACATCTTCATCTTGATCATAAATATATCTTGATATTAAATCATCAAGAAAAAATGCATCCGGTTTTAAATAATTACTAATAAATTGTCCTATTTCAGTTGGAATGTCCACACGATTATAAATAAATGGAAAATAAATCATATCAATACTAGAAAAATTATCAAGAAAATTCCATACTTCTGATGATAAAATTTTAAATTTATTTGTACTATCGACATTTATAGTATTCGTAATGGGTATTTTGTAATTTATTTCATCTAAACTACTTCTTGAAATAAAATAATTAATATATTTTTCGTGTAAATTATCTACTCTATCCTGTATATTGTTAATATCTCTTTGATAATTATAATAATCTCCAATATTAGACGCAGTAATTTTAAGAGGTTCTGCATATTCTGTTATAAATTGACGATATATATCTGTCGGTACAGGAAAATCATGATTATAAATATTATTTACGAAATTAGTGTGTTCATCTGTCATCATATCCTTTTTCGAAAATAAACCAAAACTAATTTCCTTCATAAAGGTTTCAAAATCACCAAGTCTTCTTTTTGATTGTAATATTTCTTTTCTAATATCTTGTAAATTTTGAACATTTTGATTAAAATTTTGAATTAAAGTAATCATTTCTTTGCTTAGAATATTAAAAGTATCAATATTGTCTTCTAAAATATTTCCCGTCAAATTTCTTATCGAATTCATATCATAAACAGAATTGCGTGCATTATAATATTCAGTTCGTAAAGATGTGTTTAAGGATCTTAGAGTAGAATAAAAAGACAATAATTGTTGATATAATCTTTCAGGAGAAATATTTTGTGAAACAAAATTATTTTTATTGAATATTTTTGATAAATCATTTGAAACACTTGCCATATTTCTTAATCCATATTTATTAACAAGAGATGATAATATTTTAACAGTATTAGCGTTATTTAACATTTCATCATTGGACACAGGTAACACTCTTAAATTAATTCCTGATGTACTTAATAAATTTCTTATTTCACTTGTCGTTACAACACCATTTGATAGTAGTCTTGATAAAATATCATTTGATGCGTTATTGGATGTTAAATTTAAAGTTTTTGTATAATCATCCAGTATTTTCTTAAAATCATCAGTTCTTCTATTCAATTCATTAAAAAATTGTTCATAATTAATTGTTGTGTTATTTATTAAAAAATTATATACATTGAGTATATTTATCATTTCAATCAACAATTCATTTCTTTGATTAAGATTTTGTGTGTTAAATAAATTTTGATTATTAAAATATAAATTATTTTGTTGTTTGTATAATTGATTAATATTGTTGATACTTTGATTAATTTTATCAATATTGGCTCGAGCTGATTCACTTTGAGATAATAAAGTAAGTATATTTATATTCCTTCCTCCTGTTTGTGAAATGGTAGTAGTTTGTTGTGAACCTATATCAAAATGATAGGTTGGTTCTATTTTTTGCCCACCTGTCATAGATATTTTTTGATTAGGATATTTATCAAAATATCTTTGTACTCTACTTGTGCCACTTCCTGGAGTTCCTTTAGGAACTGTATTACCATAATTGTTTAAATATAATGGTGTATCAATTAAATCTAAATATTTTTCTTGGTTATTTAATTCACTTTGAACAAGTTTTTTTAAACTTTTATCATCTAAATATTTTACAACTACTTTATTATTTTGATCACGATATATTTTACTTTGCATTAAATCACGTAATTCTTGTGGGGGATCATTAATATCTGTTACTGATGATAAATTTTTTAATAGATTTGATGCTAAATTTCCAATATTTGAAACATTTTGAAAATTATTGGTAATATTATAAGTACTGGCTAAAACTTTTGAGGAAGTCATTTTTGAATATTTATTGATTGAAGATTGTAATTCTTGGGAAATTTTATCGCGCTCTACTAAATCAATAGTATCTTTGGGTATAATTAAACTTACATCAACATCTTTATCCGTAAATCTTAATTTATCATAATAATTATTAATGTCAAGTGAATTTTGCACAATATTTTCTTCAGTATTTGATGCGGCAGTTAAATTATCTAACATATCAACAATATCTACTATTTTTCTTTCAATAATCGAATATCTTGTGGGATAATCCCCGTTTATTATTTGGTCATTAATTTGAGCAAATGATTTATTAAAACTATTGCGTAAATTATTCATTTGTTTATCGTTATTATTTGAAGTATTTTGTAAAGATCTTGTTGCTAAAAAATTATTCCATGCATCTATTGTTGGTATTACAACATCTGGAAAAAAATATTTATATAAATTTTCTGAACAAGGACCTATATAACGTTCATTAAACCCAAAATTTCTTAACTGATCATTAGTATAATATATTTTCGGATTCATTCTACCTGATTTGATTAAATTTTTTAATAATGCAGCATCTTGTGGTAGATATTGATGAGCATTTTCACACATATAAATTCTAGTTGGACCATTAAACGGTCCAGCAACAGGTTGTCCTGTTTTTGATTCAGATAAAATCCTTTCATATTCTGAAACATATGCCATAAATTGTTGAAATGCTGGATTAAAAATAACATCAGGATTGGTAGCAATTTCTCTTGTCAGTAATTGATCAAAATGTATAAGTAAATAATCTGCTTCATAATTAGAAATATTGCTAGTAATATTTACCATATTAGTTTGATCTAATATTGGTAAAGTATAATCTCGATATACACTAATAACATCTGTATTCATTTTATATAAATATAAATTATATTTATTTTATATTTATTCAATCACATAGATAAACAAACAATGATCAATAATTTTTGGTAAATATTTTTCAAAAGAAACAATAATATTTGAAATAATATTATAGACAAGATTGTTAATAATTGTGGTTCCAAAAATTATTATTAATTTATTATTTGGAGATATATTATATTCATGATACATATTTGGATAATAATTAATATATTTAATGCCAAGTGTTTGTATTTTTTCTAAATCTTCAGGAACATAAAAAAAATATTTTGATACAAGTAATTTATTTTTCAAACACAATAACGTCAAATTACTTTTTTCATAATATTTATTTGTGCTGGTAATTCCAAATTTATTTATGATAGAAAAATGTTTAATAAACTCTCTTGTTATTTCGGAATCATTTTTTTGGAGACATATATCCATTTTTTCATCATTAGAAATTAAAAAATAATCATTAGAAATATCCATAATAATATTATTAATAAATTGTTTTAATATAAAATATTAAAACAATTTATATTAATCAAGATAAAAATATAATATGGGGAAATATAGAATAGGTAGACATATAAATATTAGTAGTGGTTTTGTTTCAGCACCTGAATATGCACAAAATTTAGGATGTTCAATATTTCAAGTATTTCTTGGAGCACCGCAACAAGTTTTATCTAAAGCTCGTCAAAATGATGAATTGGTTAAATTCGGTCAAGAATTATCAAAGAGAAATCTTAAAATGGTTGTACACGGAAGTTATACAATAAATTTATGTCATCCAGAAAAAAGTAAAAAATTTCAGGCGTCATTAAAATCACTTGTTCAAGATTTAAATGCTAGTGCCGTGATTGGTTCAAGGTGTTTGGGTGTTATAATTCATATGGGAAAAAATATACCAGAAAATAAATTATCTGTTGATGAAGCTATACGTAATTATATAATTGGTATAAAAAAAGCTCTTGAACAAACACCGAATTCAACAACAATAATATTAGAAACAGGGGCTTCTCAAGGTTCAGAAGTTGCGAGTAAAATTGAGGGTCTAACACAAATATTTAATGGTCTTGATGAAGAAGAACGCGAAAGAGTTAGATTTTGTATAGACACATGTCATATTTGGGCAACAGGTTATGATATATCTTCTCCGGTTGGAGTTAAAAGATTTTTTCGTGAATTTGATAAACAAATAGGTATTGAATATATATCTTGTATTCATTTTAACGATAGTAAAACAGGTCTTGAATCCCGTGTAGATCGTCATGCAGATTTAGGATATGGAGAAATTAAAGAACCAGGATTAATAGCCGTTGCGCAATTTGCGAGAAAAAATAATATTCCACTTATTATGGAAACGCCATTAGATGCTGTTAATGAAAAAACAAATAGAGATGTTACTTTTTCTGAAGAATTTAAAAAAGTCAAAACATGGATTAAAATTTAAATAACTTAAAGATATATAATTATAATGATTTATTAAAAAATAATGTTAAATCAAAGCACCGACAGTACAAACGTTGTTGATAATCAAAATACACAATCTGTCGTCACAGAACAATTAAATGATTCAATTAGATCAGTAGAAAAACCATCCTATGAAGTTGTATTTTTTGCGCGCTATAATAAAGATCAACGACCTTCTAGCGAAGAAATAACCAATTTTTTTAACAAATATGGGACAGTTCATCATGTTAAATGTCCTGAATCAAGAAATTGTGCTTTTATTTTTATGACATCTCTTAATACAACAGCTGAACATAGAAGAACTAGAACTACTATTAGTCAAATTATTCATGATATGACTCCAGAAAATCAATTCCATATTACAGTTGCTGATGGAAGAAGACCACATAATCATCAAAATAATCAATTTAGTGGAAATTATCCAAGAAATAATAATTTCAGAAATAATAATAATTTTAGAAATAATAATAATTTTAGAAATAATAATAATTTCAGAAATAATAATAATTTCAGAAATAATGATTCAAGATTTTATAATAACTCGAAGCCATTTAATAAAAATGGGTTTATGAGAAACAGATTTAATAATGATATATATCAATCAGCCGGAGAATCAAATATGTATGGTAGGTTTAATGAAAATAAGTTTAACAGAAAAAATATGCCTATTACTTGTGGTATATCTGGTCCTTTTGTAGCTTATAATCGTAAATTATTAAACCATCCTCGTGAATGTAGATGTCATACTAATTATCAATGCTCATTTTGTAGAAACAACAATAAAAATAAACAAACAATACAATAATTTATTTATTACGCATATAAATAAATATAATTATTTTAATTTATTGAAATAATTATATGTATAAGAGCAAATTAAAGAATATTGTAGTTTTTACTGATGGTTCATGTATGAATAATGGTAAAAAAAATGCTGTTGGTGGAATTGGAATTCATTTTCCGTGTGGAGAATTTAAAGATATTAGTCGAGTTTTTACCAAAGGATGTTGTACTAATCAAAGAACAGAACTTTTTGCCATTTTATACGCAATAAAATATATCGATATAAAACTAGGTCTGAGTAACTGTTCGGTTTATATTTGCACGGATTCGCAATATAGCATTAATTGTATTACAAAATGGGTTCCAGCTTGGATAAAAAATAATTGGATGACAAAAAATAATACTCCTGTGGCCAATAAAGAATTCATTGAACCTATATATAAATATTATACTAAATATAATATCACATTTGAACATGTGGACGCACATACTGGTGGAACTGATAGTGACAGTATTGCAAATGCTAGAGCTGATTTTTTAGCAACACAAGCAACAAAAAAAGCATTCGCTGAAAATAAAATTAGAGGAAGCAAAATAAATAATTATAATAAAAATAATTATAGGACCCACAATTATAGAAATAAACCTAATGTTGATGACGATATAATAATAGAATTGGTTAAAAAATAATTTAAAATTATTAAAACTATTTTATAATATTTTTAGAGGTGAATTTAGAGGTGAATATCCTTCATAAATTAAACCAGCATATATTCCTATTAAAACTCCATCAAGAATCATTATTTGTTTTGTTGATATACCAAATATTTTAGAATTAAAATTGTTAGGAAAAAAGTAATTTAACATACCATATGTACTTAATCCTCCAATAATACTTGCTACTACAAAACTTTTTATCATTATACATCTAAACAAATAATAATTATTTATATAATTTTTAATATCTTATTAAAAGATTCCTGTTTGACATTAATTTATTTAATCCTTTACCAAAACCATACGTTGCCCCAATTATAGCTCCATAATAAAGTAAATGATGTATATTAAATTTATATGAAATTAATTTAATATCTTTACCGAATATTTTTGCAAAAATATAACCAATAAATCCTCCTCTAATAGCATAACTTGTCATAGTATATTGACAAGCAAATAATTCATAAAGAAACTCACGTGCAAATGATAAAACGTTTGAAGACATTTTTTAATTGTTATTAAATAATCTCTATAAATATATTTATTAAGAAATATATTTTCAATATTTTTTAGTTTAAATAAAATTACCATCAAACTTTACATTATGACAATTAATATAAAAAGGCCAAGGTAATAATTTTATTTCTTTCTCTATAAATATATTTATTGTAAGATAATTGGGGATATTAATCGGGTGTTGTATGTTATGATTCAATTTAAATTTTGTATCAAGTAAAGTTATATTGTGCACAAAATATAATAAATCCATAATCCTATTCCATTTGGTGTCTCGAGTATATTTAAAATTTTCATCAGACATTGAATTAAGTTCATGTAATCTGTTATTATTTCTGCGTCGAGCTAATCTTTTCCACCCAGATTCAAATGATAAACATGCTCTTTTATCATGGAAACCTGATATTATGATTACTGGAACCCATGTTTGAGCTCTGGTTCTTTTTGCACCTTTTCTTACTATATCAGGATTATTATTGTTATGCGCATTTAATCTCTTTGGTTGATTATTGGTTGAACCAATATATGTATCATTTGAATCTAATGACATAATAAGATAACATACCCAGTTAGACATTTTGTAATATTTATTATATATAATAATGAATTTTAAAAATCTTTATGACAAATTTCATAATTTTAATATTGGTTGTGATATAATCAAAAGTGTTAAAATAAAAAATATATTATACGGTTCAGGTGGATCAAATAATATAATATTAAGTGTAGAAGACAAAAAAAAAGATAATTTAATTGTAAAAATAATACCAGAAGTTATATATTCTAATGTGAAAATTGAACCCGATAAAGATCAGCTTGAAATTAAATTTTATCAATTTTTAACAAGAAAATATGTTTTGACAGATAGAACACCTCATATTGTTGGAATTTTTAAACATAAAAAATGTGAAAATATAACCAAATTATTAAAAAATATTAAACTTGGTGAAAAATGTCCAACTTATGAAGAAACATTAACCGGTAAATATATTGTGCCTGAATCAGATTATAATATATGTCAATTATTGTTGATGCATGAAATGAAATTATTAAATTCTAGTTTTGACATGATTTTATTAGAATATTGTGCATATGATTTTTCTTATTTTATAAGGAATAGTGTATTAGACATTAATAATTCCAATAATGATAATTATTCCGAGACAATATCGATATTTTCTTATGAGATCCAAAGAATATTATTTCAATTAATATTCACTCTTGCAATTATTAAAGATGATTATCCAGGATTTTATCACGGAGATTTTTTCGTGAGAAATATTTTATTATCCTATACCAAAGAATATGAACAAAATGATTATATAGCATATCATTATTTAGATAAAATATTTTATTTACCAGCCAATGGTTTTTATTCCAAAATAAATGATTTTGGGACAACAGTTATAATTGGTGAATTAACTCCAAATACGTATGATTTAGAAGAAAAATATAGAAAAATGTTTAGAATAAATCCGTATAATAAGAAAAATGATATATTTAATTTATTACATGATATTTATTATGGAGGTAACTTAGGTACCATAAGTATTGTGGATATGTGTCTTGATTTAAAAATGAATTTTACTAAAATATTTGACATAAGAAATATTTTATCTAAATTTATTAACGTCGATATTCTTGACGATATTAATTCACATAACAGAATAATGTTAGATAGAACTTGGAATATTGACACGATAAAAATTTTGGAAGACAGTGTATTATCACCTCAAGAATATCTATTAGAAAATACATTTGAATTATTTGAAACATTACCTCAAGATGCAGAAATAATAAAACATTATAATGCTTCAAAATAATTGCGTAAATTCTTTTAATTATATATCATTAAAAATAATATATATAATGTTTTATTTGGGTACTTTTTTAATTATAAATAAATGTAATACAAATATTTTTATTCAATTTGTTATTGCATGTATAGGTTATATAATAATATTTTCCATTTTCCAAAAAAATTTCCCAAAAGAATATTTTGGGAAATATTTTTATTTTTGGATTTTTTTAATTGTCACTGATATATGTATTTGGGTTTATTTAAGATTTAAATGTCATAAAATAGAAGAATCAAATTGTCGCGATCTTAATATTAATGATGAAGATGATATTTTTTCAGATTCGGAAGATTATACTATAACACATTCTTCTGTTTCTGAATCGGATTATATTTCAGATACAATATCCGATAAATCTGATACGATATTTATTTAATAATTTTGTGTTGTAAAAATTGATTTTATAATGACAAAAATATAAACATTGATTAATAATAAATTATCATTAATCAATGGATATTATAAAAAAAATAAATGAAGCCAATTCAATTTGGGAAATTATACCAGAATTAGATAAAGATGAGATAGAAAATGTAATTATGATTAGTAGAGATTCATATTATAATTCCGGAAAGTCACTAATTAGTGATGAATATTACGATATTTTATTGGATAGATTACAAGAATTAGATCCCGAATCAGAATTATTAAATCAAGTAGGCGCGCCAATAAGAGGGAAAAAAGTGAAGCTTCCTTATTGGATGGGTTCAATGAATAAAATTAAGTCTGATGAAAAATTAATAAATAATTGGGTAAAAAAATACAGAGGCCCTTATGTTATTAGTGATAAATTAGATGGTATTTCATGTTTATTAGTATTTGCAAATTCTAAAATTAAATTATATACACGCGGTGATGGAAATTATGGTCAAGATATTTCACATCTGGTGGATTTAGTTAATATGTCTGTAGAAAATTTATACAATAGTGAAAATGATATATCCATTAGAGGGGAATTAATTATGACAAAAAAAAATTTTTTAAAATATTCTGATATAATGTCAAATGCTAGAAATATGGTATCTGGAATTGTTAATTCAAAGAAAGAATCAGTTAATAAAAAATATGCAAGAGATGTTGATTTTGTAGCATATGAATTAATTAAACCTACAAAAAAACCTTCTGATCAGTTGAAACAATTAACAAAATTAGGATTAAATGTGGTATATTATGATATTTATAAGGATATAAATATAGAAATTCTTGATAATATTTTACAAAAAAGAAAAACAAAATCTAAATATGAAATTGATGGAATTATTGTTACTGATAATAATAAATATACAAGAAATAAATCAGGAAATCCTGATTATAGTTTTGCTTATAAAGGTGTTACTGAAACTGCAGATGTTAAAGTAATTGAAGTTATTTGGACACCATCAAAAGATGGTATTTTAGTACCAAGAATACATTTCCAAAAAGTAAGACTTTCGCAAGCTGATTTAGAATATACTACTGGATTTAATGCAAAATTTATAAAAGATAATAAAATTGGACCAGGTGCTATTATAAGTATAGTACGTAGTGGTGATGTAATACCATACATAACTGATGTTGTCAAACCAGCTAAAGAACCCAGTTTACCTAAAAATGTTGATTATGTTTGGGATAAAAATAAAGTAAATATAATTCTCGCTAATTTTGATGAAAATGAAATTGTAATCATACAACGTTTAACAAAATTTATGAAAGATATTGGCGTTGAAAATTTATCGCAAGGAATAGTCACAAGATTAGTAGAAGCTGGATATGATAATATTCCAAAAATTATGTCTATGACTGTTGATGATTTTTTATCTTTGGAGGGATTTCAAGAAAGATTAGCGAATAAATTATATAACAATTTGCAAAATAGTATTAATAATTTGGATGTACTTACTTTAATGAATGCAAGTAATATATTTGGTAGAGGTTTTGGAGAGAAAAAATTAAAAAAAATACTTGATGCTTATCCTGATATTGTCTTGGATTATAAACAGTCCGATCATAATAAATGGAGAAACAAAATATTGAGTTTAGAAGGATTTGACGATATTACAACTGACAGTTTTCTTAAATCATTGCCAGAATTTCAAAAATTTTATAAAATAGTAAACAAAATTGTTGATATTAAACCATATACTAGTAATGTTAAAAAAACGGGTATGTTTCAAAATCAAAATATAGTTTTTACAGGTTTTAGAAATAAAGATTGGCAAAAATTTATTGAAGAAGAAGGCGGTAAAGTATCTGGATCTGTTAGTAAAAATACTACATTATTGGTATATAATGATGGTGAAGAATCATCAAATAAATATCAAACCGCTAAAAAATTAGGGATCAAAACAATATCTAAATCACAATTTGCCAAAAAATATAATATTTAATAAAAAAATTTGACATTGTAAATACCTATATATACAATATCAACACTTGGAAGTATATTAATGGATTGTGAAACAGATAAACTAATCGAAAAATTAGTTAATATAGATACGAAAAAAAAATCTAATAATAATAAAAAAGGCCAAGAAAAAAACAAAAATATATGTAGACTATTAAAAAAAAATGTATCAGATTTCTACGATAACATTTATATACCATATAAATATTTCCGAAACGATAAATGGGATATTAACAAAACATTAAACAATAATGAAGACGTTTTATTCTTTAATCAAGATATTTTATCCAAAGAAAATTATGATAGATTTTATGAAGTGTTTGATAAATATATTTTATTACTGGAAGATATTTTCAATTCAAAAAATATGTTAAACACTTTCCTAAAAAAAATTTCAGATACTGAAATTGAAAATAACGAAAAAGCGAAATTTTTAATAAAAATAATTAATAGCAGAAGATATAAATATATTTCGCCAGAATATATCATCAATGAATATGTTAGTCTAAAAAATCAATTGCAAGACGAAGATGAAATTCAAAAAATTTTGAGAGAAAATTTGAGTAAAATAATATTAGAAACGAGAATATGCATTAAAGATTTCAAAAAAAAATATGATATTTTTATTTCAAGATATATATCCGAATATCCTTTTGATGAAAAATTACAACCAATTCACACAAAATCATATTTAAATGATATATTATTGAGTATATATAATTGTTGTGAAGAATTACTAAATTTGAATATATATGCATGTCATCCTATTATTTTAGGTATTATAGAATCAACATTACCATTAGATGATATATATTTATATGAACCAGAAAATAATAAAAACAAATCGTTAATAATTGTTTAAAATGTAAAAATCAAAAATATATTATCAATTATAAATATATAATTGATAATGAGTGAAAATATATTCACCAATAAATATTTTGTGATTGCTTTAATTATACTTATCATAATCTTGTTGTTTTTATATATACAATCTAGATCACGACGTGTTGAGGGTATGAAAAATCTTGATATAAATAATCCGACACAAACTTTAGCAGAACGTCCTTGGGAAGGAGGAGACGACGAATCCGGCTATAAAAAAGTTAATAATAAATTTGATAGATTTGTAGACACAATAATTAACAAAGAAAAAAGACAACAAACACCTAATAAACAAGATTTATTAAATCGTCTTATTGAAGAAGATGCTGAGACAATTATTATAACAAAACGTAAAAATAATTCACAAACAAATATACCACAACCTTTTGATAGTTATTCAAGATATAATGAATGCCCACCATGTGTATGTCCTCAAGATAGATATATAGCTGATAATGATTCAGAACAAAAAGTATACATATATAAAAAATAGTGATAAAAAATTGATTAATTAATATAATATTATAAATAAATTATAATATTATAATTATCTTAATGTCAAAAACAAAATCGACCACATCTAAATCTACAAAAAATAAACCAAAGATCAGATCAATAATATCTCACAAAACTTCTTTATTGGGACTAAGAGAAAGTAATGAAGATGTTGAGCTTATTGAGATGAATTTAATACCACAAAATGATAAATATGCTCCTATTGATTTATTTATAGTTTGTGATGGTCATGGTGGAAAAGAAGTAGCAGAATTTGTAGCTCCTGAATTAAAAAAATATCTTATGCATCCAGGTAATATTTATCCTTTGTCAAAAAATAAAATAAATAAGATATATAATAGTATTCAAAATAAACTAATAAATCATGTTGATGAGATAGCTGAAACATGTGGTTGTACTGCACTTGTAGTTGTTAGATATTTAGATTCGTCTGATCAAGAAAATATTCAAATTATTAATATAGGTGATTGTAGAGCAGTTTTATCTAGAAGTGGTATTGCTGAACCACTTAGTAAAGATCATAAACCAATTTGGCCAGATGAGAAAAAGAGAATAGATAAAGTTAATCAAAAATACTATCCAGAAACAAGAGAAATACATTTTGATCATGGAGATTGGAGAATAGGTGATTTATCAGTTTCAAGATCATTTGGAGATCTTGATAATACACCACATGTAACTCATTTACCCGACGTATATAATAAAGTATTAGAATATGGTGATGAATTTATTGTTTTAGCATGTGATGGAGTATGGGATGTTTTACAAAATCATGAAGTTGTTAATTTTATAAAAGATCATCAAGAAAATAATAATATCCAATTTTATAATATACCAGGAAAATATCCGAATGACGAAGTTGCAAATAATAAAAATATTGCAAGGAAATTAGCAAGTTATGCCATAGCTAAAGGTTCTGGAGATAATGTGAGTGTTATTATTATATTTTTTGTTGATTAATTAATTTTAAAATATTTTAAAATTAATTATTCCTTGGATTCATCATCACTTGAAATATCACTCACTTCGTTTTCTATTATTTCAATAGGAATCCATTTATTTTTTTCGATGTTCAATTTACATTTTACCATTAATTTATCTGTTTTCATATCTTTGAACCATTGTTTACACATTTTACTTGTTTTAATATCAGGAATATATGCAATTCCTAATTTATTATTAGAATTAATAGTATATAAGTTATATACATCAGAACTAGATGTTTTTTCTAATAACATTGTTGAATATTTAATAATGTCATCATGTAAATCCATTTCTAATATGGTGTATGAATATATTTTACGACCATATGTATTTGGGTAAAAAATAATTTCTTGAATTTTCATATCGTTTTTAATATTATCATATAATTCTTTGAGACTATTTTTATCTGTCCGATAAAATTGACTTACATACATATTAAATTTATGATTTGCTACAACATTTTTTTTAAAGTTTTGTGTTAACATCTCTAATCTATCACATTTTGGTTTTAACATTTGATCTTGTCCAGCTAACTTATAAACTTCATCAACAATTAAAAATTTTCTTTCGTCAACATTAAAATAAATTCCTTCCATTATTGTCCCTCTATAATATTCTTTTGCCACATTTAATTCTATCGGAAATATTTTAATAGACTCTTTTTTTTTTGACTATGTTTTGGAAAATTAACCGCATAATAAATACCAGATTCACTTTTAAAAAACAAAATCCAAGATCTTGTTCCAATAAATTTTGGACAAATTATGTAGTCGTTATCACGTATATTATTCATATCATCATCTGTTTTAATATATTCGTGGCGTAAATTTAAATTAACTTGACTTGTATATAAATATTTTAATATAAGATTCTTAATTTCTCTCTTATTTAAATCAGCATTTTTGATAACTTGAGACTGATTATTCATAATAATTGGATAATATATATATATTATCCAATTATTATTTAAATGAAAAAATAAATCAATTTTAATCATAGAAATCACGTTTAATTTCCACAAGACCTGAATTTTGCCACCAATCCATAATCTCACTAGAGTATTCAAATTCATTAATATAATCAGGACAATATAATCCTAAACCACTATTTAACCACCAATTTAAAACTTTAATATCGCGATTTTTTGAAGCCTTTAGTAGAGACTTTTCTGAATATTTTAATTTTAATCCCGACTCTTTCCACCAATTTAACAATGAAATAAATCCGTGTCTCGATGCTTTATCCATAGTTTTTTCAGAATATTTTAATTCTAGACCTGATGAAATCCACCAATTTAAAATATTCATGTGCATATATTCGGATGCTTTATCAATAGCTTTGTGTGTATATTTAATTTCAAGACCTGAATTTTTCCACCAATACAGTACCATAATATTATCGTATCTTGAAGCTTTATCTACGGATTTTCCTGTATATTTTAATTTTAAACCTGATTTTTTCCACCAATCTAAAACTTCAACTGGATCATCACAAGAAATATCGTCAGTATTATCGATTGCATTAACAGAATATTTAAATTTCAAACCTGAATCTTTCCACCAATTTAACATTTCAATATTACCTTTATTAGATAAACTATCAATTAAATTTTTATTATAATCAATTCCAAAACAAATAGTTACATTATCTTTTAACCAATTCAATAATCTTATATCATTTTTTTCAGAAGCAGTTTTAATAATATTCTCTAACCATATAACACCTCCATTATTTTTCCACCATTCTAATACTAACAAATGTTTACAATGATCATAAGAATCTATATGAATTTCTTTAAAATATTCACAAAAATGAATTTTCAAAAAATCTAAAATTTGAATATTCCCACTGCAAAAACAAGTAACAATAGATTTTTTAATAATATCGCGTCGTTTAAATTTATTTTTTGTCAAAAGATTATTTTCAACACAACATTTTAAAACATCAATATGTCCAAGTAATGAAGCGGTATAAAATTCATCAGTTATTTTAGGTAATTTTTTATTTGATTTGATCCACCATTGTAAAATATCAAGATAATTATTTTCAAAAATCAGTTCACAAATATTTTTATCATAGTATAAAGTAATACCTGAATTAAGCCACCAGTTTAAAAAATTATATTTTTTGTATTTGACAGCAAAATATATAATATACTTATTATGTCTAATATTAAGACCAAATTTTAAGTATGTATTAATATCAAAAAGAGAAAAAACTTGATCAATATTAATTTTATTTGCTCTCATTTTTTCGTCCAAAAATAAAATTTTTAAATCTGGATCATTTTCTGGCAAAGAAATAACAGCAAGATTTGTCCCAAATGAATAATAATTTTTGATTTTATCAAAATTTATAAAATATAAACCTCCTGGGCCACACAATACAGATTCATCTTCATTGAATGATTCAAGAAGAACATTCGTTCCTAATTTATAGTGAAATCCATGATGATTCCATTCTTCGTTAATAATTTTGAAATATTTTCCTTCATTAATTATTTTATCTGACATGTTATTGATATATCAAGATATTTTTAACAATATTTATTAATAGATTATGTAATGGATATGACTACATAATCTATTATTTATTCAATTTTTTAAAATTCATTATCAAATGCTGCTGATTTAAAATCAGAGGTACCATCAAATCCTTGTAAGTTCGTTCCTTTTATAAATCCTCCATTCAATTCAGATTCGTCATCATATATTACGGTATTATTAATAGTATTTTTAATGGTTCTTGGTTTAGCTTTTGGACCACATACTTGCTTATCATAAATATCTTTAATTGTCATATTTTTAAGATTAGGATCATTAGGTTTTTTAAAAGGATCAATAGTTGTGTCTGTTTTTATCACAGTACTATCATCCGTTTGATATTTGACAAACTGGCCCAAACATTTTTCATAATTTTTGTGATCTTTTTGTATTTTTTTCGTGAATTTATTTTTTTCTTGTTGTGTTAATAATGGCTTTCCAAAACTTGAATGCCATATATTTTCGGCATCATCAGATAAATTACTAGGAACCACATGATTATTTTCACTTTGTATTGATTCTGAATCAATTGAACCTGATATAGAAGAACAATCACTAGATACTTGACTCAAAATTGAATCAACATCTATTTCATTAGGAGATCTATTATTGGATATATAACACTCATCAAGTTTGGGATGTTGATTTGATGTTAAAAATGGACTTGATAATGCATCAGATGATCTGGATCTATTTGAATAAATATTATATTCAACATTATCATTAAATCTTACACGTTTTTTTGTTTTATTTTTTTTACAATTTTTTTTAGAAGATTTTTTCTTTGTTTTTGTATTGGTATTTGTATAATTTTCTTTCATTGTCGAATAAAAGAAATATAATACAATTCCGATTATTAAAAATATTAGTATCATTAATATTATATTTGATGACATACTATTAATGTAATATCCTATTTTTTTTATTATTATATGGAAAAATTAAACCAATATTTAATACACACATGATGATGGATAACTTTGTAATTGGTAACATTTGTTAGTTTTATTATCGTATATGATTCCATTTGATTGTTGGAAAACAGGTGGTACCTTAACAATAACACATTGATCATTTTGACAAGTTCTCCTAAATAATAATGCTAAACCAAATCCCCATATCATTGAAATTAATATGATAACAACTTTATTATCTAAAATATTCGCCATTATTGTCTATATAATATTATATTAATGATATTATTAATTTAATTATGATAATAATATTATTAATAATTGTAATTTGGCGAATGTAAATTATTTGGTAAAAAATTATTATTATTAATCACATCTAAATTATTAAAAGGATTATATGATTGATTATTTAATGGATTATTGATTGGATTATTGATTGGATTATTTAATTGATTATTGATTGGATTATTGATTGGATTATTTAATTGATTATTGATTGGATTATTTAATTGATTATTGATTGGATTATTGATTGGATTATTTAATGGATTATTGATTGGATTATTTAATGGATTATTTAATGGATAATTTAATTGATTATTGATTGGATTATTTAATGGATTATTTATAAGACCATACGAATTATTTCGTCTATTAGTTAATTCATTAGTAGGACACATTATTTCTTTAGCATAATATTTATAACAATTTCCACTATTATCTACATATGTTGTAGATTGTATATTATCAATAGTAGGATATTTAAAAATAACTTTTGGAGGTGGTGTTGTTACATAAATTATAAAAAAGCCTAAAAATAATCCAAGTAAAATATAAAATATTTCTATTTTAACCATTTATATAATTTGGATAGATTATATATCTATTTATTATTGATTTATCTACTATTAGAAGGAGAAAGTGAACCTTTATAAGGATAAACGGGATAAGCAAAATTTTCAGGTGAATTTTGTTTTTTAATTTTTGGTTCACGCATATTTTCTTTTTGTTGATTATATAAATACAATAATACATCTTGATATTTTTCAATTAAATCGTCAACATCTATATTTTTATTATTATTATTATTATTATTATTATTTCCGTTATATATTTTTTCTAATTCACGTTGTTCCCGTTCGGTTTTAACTACTCTATATCTATAATATAATAATAATGCCAAAATTATTATAAAAATAATCAAAAATATATTTGGTCTGATAAAATTTTTGTAAAAATTTTGGAAACTATTTTTTGTGGGAGCCCAATAATCTTCAACAGGAGGATTCAAAGTTTTGAATATTTTTTTTTGTAATATTGGATCCACAAGATTAGGTTTTATTTGTTTGTTCATAATAAATAAACCAAATAAAATTTTTTATTAATAAAAATTGATTAATAAATATGAAGCTATATTAATTTATAATAATAACAATTAATGGAAACTCAATTAATTTATGGTGTTATTCAATTATCAAATAAAAACTATAATCCAATTTACATAGCTAATTTAAATGCAATTATCGAAAATAATACAAACAAATTAGTGTACAAATTTCCATTTACCGAAAATAAAAAATTTTATTACATCTCATTAAAATTTAAAAAATATTTATATAAAAAAATATATCAACCATTAACAAAAACATATTCAAAAATATTATATGGTAAACAATACGATATAATTTTAAATCTTAATCTTTCACATTTATTATTAAATAATATACATTCTAAACGTGCGCGATCTAATTTATTTATTTATTTATACAAAATACAGTTGAGAAATATTTTACAGAAAAAAACTTATTATTGTGATCATAAAAATATAAAAACATTTATACATTCCAAAGAATTAATAAAACCATATATAATACCCTGGTATTATTTTACATTGGGAAAAAATTATTACTATAATTTCAGGGATAAAAATATATATCATTCGTCTACAATAAAAAAAATTAATTTTAAAAATTATGGTGGTATTATTGAAACAAATAATATTAATAGCATGGTTACTATTTTAAAAAATAGTAAAAAATACTCAAGAAAAGAGACTTTAATAATTTGCCCAAAAAATATGTTAAACATCTGGACTAATTACGATATAATATATTATCAAGATCTTGATACTATTAGTATTAAGAATTTAAAAATAAAAAATTACAAAAGAGTTATATTGCATGAATGTTATGTAATAGATTTACCTTTTGTTAAAAAAATAATAAGAAATATTAAAATTAATTGTGTATGGATAATAAATTCATTACCTATTAATTTTTATTTTAATGAAATGAAAAACTCATCAATAAATAATTTATTTTCCTATTTAAATATTTGGCTGAATTTTAATGAAAATATAAAAAACAAATACAAAATTGATTCCATAAAACATATTTATACAAATTTTAACGATTCATATTTTATTGTTAAATATCCTGAAAAAATACATACTTCTTTAATAATCAAACCTTCAAATATTGAGCAATTAATACATGATTTTTATTTAAAAAATTATAATAATTGGATTGATAATTTAACAAATAATCCAAATAATATTTATTCATCATGCTCAAAAGAAAAAAATAAATTAATAATGTCAAAAATATTTAATTCAATAATATTACTATCTACAGTTGTATTAAATAAAGATTCTATAAATTTTTACTTTCATGATAAAATAAAAAGAATACTTCAAGCATGTGAAACTACTAAAAATCAATTAGATATATGTTATAACAAATATAAATATGCAGATCAAATAACATATATTAAATTGACACAACAAGATATAATTGACATTAATGAAATAATGGATGATATAAAAAAAAAGAAGAAAAATATAGACAAGATAATATCCAATTATACAAGATACAGTAAAAATGAACATTATGAAAAATTCGATGAGAAATGCCCTATATGTTATGGAGATGAAGAAATTATAAAAACGAAATTAATATGTGGACATGATGTTTGTCTAGAATGTATTATGAATATATTACCTAATTCCAAATATTGTCCAATTTGTAATGAATTTATAAATTTAAAAAAAGTAGCAATCATTTCCAATAATGAAGAATCCGAATTGATGAATTTATTTAAAAACATTAAAAAAATACATTAATTTTAACAAATATATCCATAGATATAAATCCAATGAATCAAATGCATATTATAAACTTCACAAAAAATGATACATACAAAAAATTATTACAAATTAAAAAATTAAACAGGTAATTATTTTAATAACACCAATAAAATATATATCAGGACAAGATTTATTTTTGTTAGATAAAATTATTGGTCATATTGAATTATTTAATAAAGTGGATGTTAAAAATATTGTCATGCAGTATGAAAATTCTGATTTTTTTACCGAACCAAAATATTATAATTCTTTGGAGACTTGTTCAATATATTATTAAAATTATTTAATAATATATTAAAATCCTGTTTCAAGAATAGTAAAAATTCTTGGATTATCAATTTTAGCATCACTATATGCATCATTACGTTCTTCAAAGAAATTAGCTTTGACAAAAACATCAATTTTCTTCATATATTCGAAAGGATTATCCGCAAAATATTTCTTTTTGTATCCTAATTGCACTAATAATCTATCCGCAACATATTTAATATATTGTGACATTAGTTGGGAATTCATTCCAAGTAATCTGCATGGAAGAGAATCATTAATAAATTCATCTTCAATTTGAATTGCTTCATCTATTATTTCATGTACAACAGATTCTTTTAGTCTATTTTTCAAAAGTGAAAATAAAATGGATGCTAATTCAACATGTTTATTTTCATCTCGTGCAATAAATTTATTTGATTTAATTAACCCAGGCATAACATTACCTTGTCTTGTTTTTAACCAGAATATCGACGCGAATGATCCACTAAAAAATACACCTTCAACAATAGCAAATGCAACTAATTTATGTGCATAAGTTTTATCAGATTTAATCCATTTTTTACACCAATCTGCTTTTTTTTTAATACTTGGCATAGTTTTTATGGCTTTAATTAATTTATCCTTAAGTATATCATCTTTTACAAATGTATCTAACATCAATGAATACATTTCTCCATGTGCATTTTCCATTTCAAATTGTTTACCATATGCACATTCTGCTTCTTTAATTTTAACAACATCAATTAAATTTTCTTTTATATTTGCATTTACAATACCATCTGCTGATGCAAAAAATGCAAGTACATGCATAATAAATATTCTGTCATTTTCACTCAGTAAATTATTCCAATCTGAAACATCTTTAGAAAGATCAACTTCCTCAACAACCCAATTAATTTTTAATTGATCTTTATAATTTTTCCATACATTATTGTATTGTATAGGATAAACTGTATATCTTTCACTTGCGGTTGATAAAATAGGTTCTGGAACTATTTTATTATTTTCAAAATCATTAGCATATTTAAGATATGATACCATATAATCTTCATTTTCGGGAAGTGAATCATTTTCAGAACTTGTTTCTATAAAAACAATATTAGAATTGGGCCCATGATTTGTATCTTGAACATCTTTATGATTATTTTTATTATCAAGCGCTTTTGTATAAGGCAATGTTTGTTCGTTTGTTTTAATATTGGTTGATATTATTTGTTTCAGGATGTTCATATATTGATATAAGATATAGTGGAATTATTATTTAAATAGTTTTCTTTCATCAATTTTTTGAATATAAATATAATAAATATCTCCAAAAAATTGATAATTAAAAATATATATAAAAAAATTTAGTGTTATTGTAACATATTTATATGAGTTTTAAGATTTCAAATAATGTTATTAAATTTTCAAATTCTGACCATAATGAAAAAATTCAAAAATTAAAAGAAAGTAAACCAATAAATATGGAAAACAAAAATATTAATACAAATGACAATATTATCAGTGTAATAATTAATGGAGTACAACAACCATTGCAAAGAGAGGTCGTAAAAAAATATGTGGTTTCCATATTCCAAAAAATGAATATAGAACATTTAAATGTTGATTCACTTGTTAATAATGTTTATCCAAAACTTAAAGATGTTAATACACTTCTGGATGTAGAAAATCAAATCATTGCATCTTCAACAGAAATGTTAACTGATCATTATGATTATCCTAAGACAGCAGTATATATACTCATTAATAATTTACATGAAAATACAAACGAAGATTATCTTAAAGTAGTTACAATGATGCGAAAAAATATTAATAAAAATGGTAAACGTGCACCAATTGTATCCAAAGATTTTTATAAATTTGTATTGAAACACAATGATAAAATCAATGAACAATTAAAATATGAAAGAGACTATGACATTTCTATTTTTGGGTATAGAACTCTTGAAAGAAGTTATCTCAAAAAATGTAATGGTATGATTGTAGAAAGACCTCAACATTTATGGATGCGAGTAGCTATTGCACTACATTATAGAACAGGCAATTTATCTAAAATTTTTGAAACATATGAAATGTTATCAGAAGGATATTTTACTCATGCAACTCCAACTTTATTTAATGCGGGTACTCCTTATGAACAATTATCAAGTTGTTTTTTAATGGGTGTAAAAGATGATATGACATCATTAGGTGAATCTTGGAAAGATTGTGCTGTTATTAGTAAATTTGCGGGAGGTATAGGTATTAATATGTCTAATGTTCGGGTTGAAGGAGCTTATATTAGTTCTACTCAAGGTACATCTAACGGATTGAGAGTATTATCAATATATAATGACATAGCCAGATATGCGAATCAAGGTGGTAAAAGAGCTGGTTCATTTGCGGTATTTATTGAACCTTGGCATGGTGATATATTTTTCTTCCTTGATCTAAAGAAAAATACTGGTGCTGAAACGGAAAGAGCCAGAGATTTATTCCTTGGATTAATGATTAATAATATTTTCATGGATCGTGTTGAAAAAGATGAAAATTGGTCACTTATGTGTCCATCACAATGTCCAGATATTGTAGGAAAATATGGTGAAGAATTTAATAAAGCTTATCTTAAATATGAAAATGAGGGTAGATTTATAAAACAAATCAAAGCAAGAGATTTATGGTTTAAAATAATGGAAACACAAATTGAAACAGGTGTACCATACATATTGTTTAAAGATGCTATCAATCAAAAATCAAATCAGATTAATATAGGCGTAATTAATGGCTCAAATCTTTGTTGTGAAATTGTAGAATTCTCATCTGCAGATGAATATGCAGTTTGTAATTTGTCATCAATTTGTTTACCTAAATTTATTATTCATGAAAACGGTGTTCCAGAGTTTGATTATAATAAATTGTACAAGGTCGCAAGAATTATTACAAGAAATTTAAATAATATTATTGATGTAAATTATTATCCAGTAGAAAAAACACGTGTTTCAAATTTACGCCATAGACCTATTGGCGTTGGTGTACAAGGATTAGCCGATGTGTTTGCTATATTTAAAATTCCATTTGATTCTGATATTGCTCGAGATCTTAATAGGAAAATATTTGAAACTATATATTTTGGAACAATGACAGAATCATTACAAATGGCCAAAGAATCTGGTCCATATGAAACCTTTTGGGGAAGTCCACTTTCAAAAGGTAAATTCCAGTTTGATTTATGGAATCTTGGTGAAGATAAATTAAGTGGAATGTGGGATTGGAAAACTCTTCGGGAACAGATAATGATATATGGTGTTAGAAACAGTTTAACTACTACATGTATGCCAACAGCAAGTACATCTCAAATTAAAGGATATAATGAATGTATTGAACCATTTACCGAAAATATTTATTCAAGAAGTACTTTAGCAGGAGATTATTATGTCATTAACAAATATCTAATTAAAGATTTAATGGAACTCGGTTTATGGAATTCAGATATGGTGGATCTTATAAAATATTATCAAGGATCCATAGCAAATATTCCAAATATACCACAAAATATTAAAAATATTTATAGAACAGTTTGGGAAATTCCACAACAATCTATCATTGATATGGCAGCTGATCGAGCTCCATTTATAGATCAAACACAAAGTATGAATATATTTATTGAGAAACCAGATTTTGTCAAATTAAATTCATGTCTATTTTATGCATATCGCAAAGGACTTAAAACGGGAATGTATTATTTAAGAGGTAAACCGGCTTCAAGTGCTAATCAATTTGGAATTGATATTGAGAAAATTAAAGAAATTGAAGCAAAAAATAATATTAAAATACGTGTTCAAAATATAATTATTGATCAAGAACCCATGCAATTAAGAATATGTCAATATGTTCCAAAACATTTAAGAAAACCAGGTGACTGTTTAAGTTGTGATGGTTAATATTAATAATATCATATTATGATAGTATTAATAAAAAATTGAAATTTAAACATATTGAAGAATCCATACAAGATATTTAATGAAGTATACTACTAGAATAGTACATATTCATACAATTAATCATGAATTCTTGCTGGGGTCCAACATTTGAATGCTATAACAAATCGGCTACTAATAATAACCATACTGTTCACGTTCATCATCACCACCATCATTATCAACACAACCATCCGCCTATTACTCCTGGTTTTTCCATATCCTCAGCACGAGTAAATCCTAGTGGAAGTGGTTACTATAATCCAGGAATACCTGCGCTACCTTCACACAAGGTAATCATTGTTACTCCCGGTTTTACTGAAGTCAGTTTTATTCCAGTAGTCCAGCGTACTAATCCTTGGTAATTTAATTATCTATTTATTATTATAAATATATAATTATTTTTGTACGGCAGGAACCCAATATGTTGTTCTTTTATTTTTTTCAGAACCTATAATTTTATCTGTTTTTACAGGATTTCCTAAAGGATCTTTTTTCTTTCTATAAACCAAAAATTGAAATTCTGGATCTGTTAATTTAATATCAGGATGATAATTTTTTTTCTTAATTTTATTAGCTTCTTCATCTATATTAACCATATATCCTATATGATTAGATGTATAAGCTAATTTAACTGTGTACTTTATCCAATATAATAAATTTTTTATTTCTTTACTGGTCAAACTACTTCCTAATCTATGTGGTGATAATTTTGAACGATATAATATTTCAGCTACCAAATAATTACCCAAACCACTTCCTATCTTTTTCTGATCCATTAAAAGTTTTACAATTGGTACATCATAATTTTTGATTTTATCTATGTTAATATTTTCATCTTTCAAAAAATCAGGTCCAAGTTCATTTAATTTCTTTTTAAGTTCAGATAAATTATCCGTGAATTTAAAAGTACCAAAATTTCTCATATCAGAAAAATAAGCCGTAGTATTATCTTCAAATGATAAAACTGCACGTGTAAAATTAGTTTCATATAAAGTCCATAAACCTGTAAGTCCAAATGTATTCCATACATACCAAGTCGTATTTTTTGAAGTGAATTCAAACCATAAAAATTTTCCTTTGGAATCTATTTTTTTAAGTTTAAGTGGTAATTGTTTTTCAAATTTAGCATATCCTTGTGGTTCGTTTTTAGTATATCTACCACTTACGAAATCAAAAGAAATTAATTCCTTATTTTTTAAATATTTTTCAAGTATTTCGCATGTTAATACAATTTCCGGAACTTCTGGCATGATCCTAAAAATATATATAAGCCTTAACTTTATATTCTATTAATCAAAATAATATGCCATTTGCCATTCTTTCTTAACGAATCCATATTTTTGATAAAATCCAATATTTTTTTCAGAACAATCAAGTATAATTTTATAACAACCATTTTCTTTACTAATCTCTATGGCTTTCTTAATAAGTGATCCACCAATACCATACGATCTATAATTCTGATCAACAATAACATCCTCAATGTGAGCAACTTTAGATAGATCATGAATAATTTTTGGTTCAATTAATATTGTTAATGAACCAACAATTATATTATCACATTTAGCAATAATTATTTTGTGATTAGGATTAGAAAGAATTAAATTCATTTGATCATTAAATTGTTGTTTGCTAATATTATCTGGATTTAAAGCAGTTAATTGTTTTAATAAATATAAATATTGTTCATAATCATGATTTAAAGTAAATTCCTCAATGACAACGTTCATCTATTTTATATATTTATTATATAAAATAAATCATAATTTTAATAATGGATAATATTATTAATTTATTACAAACAAATAATTGGAATTTAATTAAAAATAATATTAATGAAGATTTTATAGAATGGGATTATTTAATTGATCAAGTTAACGGATTAATACATTATCTTACATATTTAAACAAAACGGAAATAATTAAATCAATTAAAAGAGAAACTATAAAAATATTATTAAATCTACCTAATACTGAAGGAGACACTATATTACATATATCGGCAAAATTAAAAAATTATGATTTGTTAAAATATCTTTTAACGCTTGATATAAATAGTATATATCAAAAAAATAAATTAAATAATAGTGTAATTTATTATATTATTGCTGAACCAGATATTATAAATTTTATCATAAAAAATTATACCATAAAAGACCATAATTTAAATAATGATTATACTTTATTGGATTATTATATTTTATTTAATAATTATGACATGTTTATTTTTATTATTGACAATATAATATTAAATCATAATTCTTCACAAAGTATTTTTACTGTAATACAATCTGATTGCAATACCAAAGATAAAAAAAAATATTTAAATAAAATGATACAAAAAAGATTAAATATTAATTATCTTTACAATAACATTTCACCACTCATTTTAGCTATTCATTCAAATGATTATAATTTAGTAAATTTTCTATTAAAAAAAAATGCAGATCTACATTATTCAGGAATTGATAATAGTGTGAATCCATTAATAATGTCTATTAATACTGGCAACAGTAAATTAGTAAAATTATTAATATATTATGGTGCTAAAATTAATATTTATGACAAAAATTTTAAAACACCAACACATCATATTATTTATAATAATAAATATTTTAGCACCAAATTAATAAAATATTTTATAATGAACAGTAAAAATATTAATAAACCTGATAAATATGGTAATACTGTTTTAAATTTAATAATACAATTACTTGATTGGAAATTATTTACAAATGTACTTGTGAAAAAAAAACTTGACATTCATTTTAAAAATAAAATGGGAACAAGTCCAATAGATAACATATTAAAAAATGAATATAATTTGTTTTTAGAAACAGTATTAAAATCATATATTAATTTTTTGAAACATGACTATGATTGGGTTGAGAATTTAGATAAAAAAATACATGATGAGATAAAACAAAACAATAATATTGACAAGTATAAAGAAAAATTATTAAAAAAAATAATTCAAAAAAATTCTTTCCCGGTACATAAACAAAAAAATATTATTAGATATTTAGTCCCACCGAAAACGAATATTACAAATTATTCATCGTATACGTATAATTATATCTGTTTTCTTTATTATTTATTAAAAAAATATCCAAGTATATCAATTCCTAAATTACCAATAAACAATATCAAACCAAAAAGTTTATATAATAATCTTTCAAAGAAATATCCCTATAAAAATTTTAGATCAGTGTTTCAAGATTATATAAATCATTCTCCGTCATTAATAAATCATGTAATAATTTGGAAAAATTCAAAAATCCATTATATTCCTGATTTTTTAATAGAAGGAATTAATTTATGTAAACAATCTAAAACAACAAAATATATTATAATAAAATTAACAATATTAAATGAAAAATTTAATCATGCAAATATGTTAATATATGATATTGATAACAATCTTATTGAAAGATTTGATCCGTATGGAAATATTATGTATCCTCAATCATTTAAAATTGATGTTCATCTTAAAAAATATTTTAAAGAAAATATGCCAGGGGTAAAATATATTTCACCAAAAAAATCAGCAAAAACTATTTCTTTTCAAATATATTCAGATGAATTAAATGAAGAAAATTATGTAGAAAAGGATCCAAATGGATTTTTTGTAGCATGGTGTATATGGTATATAGAAACTCGTCTTCATAATACTAAAATTGATCCAAAAGAATTAATACAAAAAATGGAATATTTAATAAATAAACATAATTACAAATTTAAAGATTATATAAGAGATTATTCAAATTATCTAGATGTAGAAAAAAATAAGATTTTGGAAAAGTATTTAATCCCAAAAGAATATTGGTATAGTAGACACATACCAACAGAAATATATAAAAAATATTTAGCTCATATGAAAAAATTTTTTAAAAATAAAAATAATTTAAATGATTCATAAATAGTTCATTTATATAAATAAATAAAGTATTTATTTAATAGATAATGTCTGATCAAGAATTTGATTTAACACCACAAATAGAAAGAAATATGAATCCATTTAAAATTATTCATGTATATAATAAAACGAAAATATATCATTTGACAAGACAAGTATTATTAGATTCTATAATAACACAAAATACATACTGTTTTTTTTATCATATATTAACAAAAGAGCCTAATGAATTTAATAAATTATATGATTCATTTGCTTGTCTTATAGAGAGAAACATGTCCGAAGCTGATTTATATGTTAATTTGCATGAAGAAGCATTTGATCATATTGTGAACTATATTCAAACATCAAAAATAGATGGACAAAAAATATATGCAGATAATTGGAAAAAGATAGATGAAATAATAGATCTAGCAACTATACTTGGAATGTCAAAATTAGTATCAATGTTAAGATCATTACATCCCACTGAAGAAGAAATACAAGAAAAAATAAGAACAATAAAAATAGGTACAGACGTTTTATTAAAATTTTGCAATCAATATTATTTAAATTTTTCTAATATAGACATATCATGTTTGAATTCAGCTATTCAAGAGTGTATAGATAGGAATTCTCATTTTATTGAAGATAATATAATCAAACCTAATATGTATAAAAATGATAAAATAAATATATCTCCCATCACAGAATTTACCACAAATTTGTTGGTCAAAACGTGGTTCAGATAATTTAATAAATATTTATTCAATAATTATTAAATTTATTTTGCTTTACTTACTTTACCCGTATTATAAGATTCTCGTTCTTCCGGAGTTAAATAATCCATACCTAATGCATTAAAAATATCAGCTTCTGATTTTATTTTAACAGGTATTTTAAGCCCATTTTCATCTACTTTATATAATCCATATTCATTTAATATCATTTTTCTTTTTTTAGCAGCAGATCTCATAATAGTATTAAGTTCATATGGACCTGTAAAATATAACATTGCTGATGGTAAACTTTGATATGGTACAAATCGTATATCAATTCTCCTTACTGGATATGATTTGTATTTGCAAAAACCCATATATTTTTTAGTTGCGGCGTCGGTCATATGATCTAACAAAAAACCATTATTCGTTAATTGACCAATATACATTTCGAAATAAGGTTCTAAATTATATTTCTCATGATTAAGTATTTCTTTAGTAGTCTTCATAGCACGATGATACATAAGAACATCAATATCTCCAGAAGTAGGTTTACCCCTTCTATAAGAACCACAAATTATTAATTCAAGATCTTCATTAATATCTTTAGCCTGTGATACTAAATATTTTTCAATTTGTGTTATTTCTTTTCTTGGAATATTACCTTCAACAACACCATAATATTTTAACCCTAATAATATAGCATTACTAACAGTAATTTTATTTAATTTGATAGCTTTTTTTAATTCATCCACACTTCTAATACCGTGTTTTGTGATAAGTTTTTTTGCAGTGGAACTACCTATACCAATTACTTTTTCCAGTTCTTGAATACTATTTATTTGCGATTGTTTTTTTTTATCATATTTATTTTTTAACTCACTAAGTTTACCAGTCTCTAAAATTTCAGCAATTCTTCTTTTTGTACTAGTTCCTATTCCTCGTATACCATCCAAATCTGATGGATCAGTTATTTCAAAATCTAATCTTTTTAATATTCCGAGAATTTCTTTTACACTTTTTAATCTAAATTTATGATTATTAATTTCTTTAACATCATTTTCTACTTGTGCATTTAAATATTCTGCTTCAATTTGTTTTACTAATAAAGAAAATTGTTCAATAATATTTGCATTCATAACTATATCAAATATATAGGTATTTTTTAATATTACTACAAAAAATTGAATATATTTTTACATAAATAGATAAAATATTATATTTATAGTATCAAAATGAATAAAGATGATGTCATAATAAATAATCCTGTAATTAATACTCAATCCAAAATATATGGGTTGACTGGAATTCAAAATTTAGGAAATACTTGTTATATGAATAGTGCAATACAAGCTTTGGCACATAATCATGTTTTAATTAATTATATGTTCAACAATAAAAATGAAATATTTAAGATTCTTTTAAAAAATGCTAGAAATATATTAAAAGATTCAGATAAATTTCAATTGACTGAAGAAAATATAATACCGTTAGCATTAAAAAAGAAAATACAAGATCCACAATATAATTATTCAATGTTAGATAAAAACGAAATAAATATTGTGTTAAACAACACAATTACTGTCCAACTAATTAGATTATTAGAATACATGTGGAAGGATAATTGTATTGTCATTCCAACAAGTTTTAGAGTGATATTTAGTGAAGCACGTAATAAATTTTTCTATGGTAATGAACATCATGATGCAGAAGAGGCATATACTTGTATTGTTCAAAAAATTATGGAAGAATTGGCTGAAAAGAAAAATATTAAATTCAGAATGCAAAATGAAAATGTGATGTCATTAATACAATTTACTCAAAATATGCGTGAAGAAATTTTAAAGGCCAAAGATGCAATAGAAAGAGACAGATTGTCAAAACAATATCAAGAAAAAATATCTACAATGCCACAAGAAATATTAATGATAAACTCATACAGTACAATGAAAAAATATTATGGTGAAAGTTATAGTCATGTCATGGAAATGTTTACCGGATTTCAACATTCAAGTTTAAATTGTCCAAATAATACATGTGGTTATGTTAGTAATAAATTTGAACCATTTACACATTTAGCTTTACCATTACCAGCTGATATGATAAACATTGATCAATGTCTACAAGAATATTTTAAGGAAGAGGTACTTGATAATGATAATTCTTGGACATGTGATAAATGCAAAAATAATGTACGTGCCATAAAAAAATTAACCTTATGGACATTACCACATGTGTTAGTCATACAATTAAAAAGATTTAATATATTTAGACAATCAAAAGATAATAGAATTGTAAAATTTCCTATGGATGATTTTGACATTTCTAAATATATTTCACCAAATCAATTAGAACCAATTAATAACTCTAAATATAAATTACAATGCATAATTAACCATACTGGAGGATTAAATCATGGACATTATTTCACTTATAATTTGGATATCAATATGGATAAATGGTATGTGTTTAACGATGATATGGTTTCACCTATTTCTCATGAAAGAGTTATAACTCCTTCAGCTTATTTACTTTTTTATGTAAGGCAAGATTTATTATCATAAATTAATAGTTAACCTAAAATTATTAATTTATAATTTGCAAAATGCTATTATTATTTTTAAGATTTTTAACAATAACTATACTCATTTTATCTAATGAATACTTAATTACATTATATATATTTAATGATTCAAGCATAAATTCAAAATCATAATTACTTGGTAATTTCATAACAATCATATTAGCTTTATTTTTACTTAAAAGTTCTTGACATATATTTTCTATAGTTTCAAGTCCAAAATTTAATCTTAAGTTTTTATGTAATTTATAATTTTTTCCTCCCCACGGAGGATCAAAAAATATGATATCTTGGGCAATATCATTATTATTTATCAACAAATCAAGAGAGTTATTGTTATAACAATTTACGTTGTCATAATTATATAATTTAATATTATTTTGTAAATATTCGTATCTTGTTTTATTTATTTCTATAGCATTAACATATTTAAAATACTTTGCAAAATTTAAAACATTTCCTCCAACACCGGCAGTCATTTCAGTTATTACTAAATGTTTAGTTCTATCATTAACAGACATTAAATTCCATGCAATTTCCTCTCTATTGTTTGGACATGGGAAATCCGTTAAATTTTCTAAAATAATATTTGTAATTTGTTGTGCGGAAGTATTAAATGTTATATATTTAATAGATTCACTATCTATTAATAATTGATTTATTTTTGTATCAGGAATAGGTGGAAATATTATTTTTTTTAAATTTATAATATTTTGCATACGTTTATTTTTTTTATAGTGTGTATTATATGTATAACGATTCATTTATCAAAATATATTTATTATTAGTTTAAGTTATATTATAACAAAATAATATAAATCTTTGGCACACTGTTAATATATATTAACGATTATTATATGAGTGAAGAAAAAGAAGTAACAAATAATAATATTATGGATGAATATTATATTGAGGAAGAACAAAAAAATTATCATAATGAACATTGTGATGATATACTTGAACAAATATCTCAAGATTCTAATAATATTAGTGATTTTATAAAAGCACATATATCAAATTACAATGAACCAAGTAAAAATATAATTGATGAAAATTTAGAAAAATTTAAACCGGTCACTTATTCATTTATAACTTGGATGAGAGAAAATAAAAATAATGATAATTTGTATAAAAGTTTTTCGGACATATTTTCTTCGGAGTATAGAACGTCATTGTATGAAAATATAATAAAATATTTCCATAATGAAGAAGTAATAACTGACGAATTTCTAATATATTGGAAATTACTAATAATTGACATTATAAAAAATAATAAACGTCATAAACATAATATGGAATATATAAATATTAATTTAGACACTCAGATAACTAATTTAAGATTGGATAAAGAAAAAGGTGTATTCAGATGTTTAGTAGATAATAATTCGATTTGTTTTTTTAAGGAAAATGGAAATGATTATTACGTGAGTTGAATAATATTTTAAATTTGTGAATTTAAAATAATATTTTTATAAAAAAGTTGAATATTTTGATATATATATATAAATTTTGGATTATAATAAATATATTATTACATATGGTGGAAAACAATTCAAATGTAGAAAAAGATGTAGTTGAATTTCAAATAACTGATTGGAATAATTATCACGAATTAGATTCTGACGATGAAGATAAATATGTAATACAATTATTTGGTAGAACAGAAGATGATAAAGATGTATGTATAAAAGTAACGGATTTTACTCCATATTTTTATGTAGAAATTCCATTAAATTGGAAAAGAAATCATGTGGCTAAATTCATTGAAATTTTAAAAAGAAGAGTATCTTGGTCAACTAATAATAATCCAAATTATAATTACGATCTAAGTAATTCATTAATAAAATACAAAGTAATACAAAAATATAATTTTTATAATTTTACTAACAAGAAATGTTTTAATTTTGTGATGCTTTTTTTTAAAAGTCATACCGCAATGAAAGAATTTTCAAATGCATTAGCTAGACCATTAAAAACAGAAGGTTTAACAAAAGATCCAATGTTATATCAAAGATTTGAATCTAATATTGAGCCTCATATTAGATTTATGCACATAAATAATTTATCATCTTGTGGTTGGGTTACCATAGATAAATCACATTTAAAAGAAAATAAAGAATATTCCAACTGTGATCATTCATATAGTGTTAATTGGAAATATGTCAAACCAGCAGATAATGATGATCGTATGGCACCATTAAAAATAATGGGCTATGATATTGAATGTATATCTTGTGATCATAATTTTCCACAAGCGGAAAGAGAAACAGATAAAATTATTCAAATTGGTATCACAATGTATAGATATGGTTCAATGGAATGTTATGAACAACATATACTTACTTTGAAAAAATGTGCCAGAATAAAAGGTACAAATGTGGAATGTTATAAAACGGAAAAAGGATTATTGAGAGGATGGGCCAGATTAATATCAAGAATAAGACCAGATTTCAAAGCAGGATATAATAATTTTGGTTTTGACGACAAGTATATAATTGATAGAATTAATAGAATAGATCAAGATGAAGCAAAGAGACAAGGTATAACTGTTGATGAATTAGAAAATAAATTCCTTGATGAAATTTTATGTATTATTGGTAAAGTTAACAATAAATATTTAATGGAAAATGAGGGTTTAAAGAAATCCTTGAGTTATTTCGAAGTTAAAAATTTAAGTTCATCTGCACTTGGAGATAATGAACTTAAATTTCTTCAAGTACCTGGTATTTTATCTGTTGATATGATGAAAGTTATACAACGTGATCATAGATTAATTGGTTATAAATTAGATAATGTATCCGCAAATTTTATTACTCAAAAAGCTTTAAGATGTGTAGAAAATGAAAAATCTGACGAAGATCAGTGTGAATTAGATATTAGTATATATACTGAGAGTACAAAAGCATTGGAAAGTGATTCATATATACAAATTATGGTGGATGATGGTTATTCTTCATCCCCATTATGTGAAGGTGCAAAATATAAAATTCACAAAATAGAAACTGTTTCAGAAACACAATTTGATGAACAGGAGCAAAAAAATAAACCATATACATTTCAAGCTATGAAAACTAAAATGTCGCAAAAAGATGTAGCACTGTTAAGAGAAGTCTTACAAAATAAATTATTAAAAGTATATTGGACTTTTGCTAAGGACGATATGCACCATACATTAATAAATAAATATTTTAATGAAGGTGATCCAAAAAAAATAAGACAAATTGCTAAATATTGTATAAAAGATTGCAAGCTTGTAAATTTACTTTTGGCAAAACTTGAAATAATAGTAAATAGTGTTGGTATGGCTAAAGTATGTCATGTACCATTGTCTTATTTATTTTTAAGGGGACAAGGAGTTAAAATATTTAGTTTAGTATCTAAAAAATGTCGTGAGAAAAATTTCTTGATACCTGTTTTAAGGAAAAATAAGAAAGATAACAATGGTGATGAAGATGAAACATATGAAGGTGCTACAGTTATCACTCCAAAACCAAACGTATATCTATCTCCAATAGGAGTTTTAGATTATTCTTCACTATATCCTAATTCTATGAGAGAAAGAAACTTATCACCAGAATGTTATGTCAATGATCCAAAATATGATAATTTGCCTGGATATATTTACCATGATATAACCATTATATTAAAGGATAAAAAAGGTAAAATTTTGAGGAATTTAGATGGAACACCAAAGAAAGAACATCATAGGTTTGCTCAAGAAATTATATCAGATAAACAAATTAATATTGAAATGAAGGATATTTTCCAAAAAATTAAACAAAATATGGAAAAAAATCTAAAAATAATAGAAGATCAATTATATTTCAATTTAAAGAATATTGAAGACAAAATAAAAAAAGAAAAAGAAATTACTGAAGCAAAAATAGAAGATATATCATTTAATGATAATATTTCAAGTAAAGAAAAATTAGTTTAATAAACAAGGAGAAAGAAAAATTAAAGAAAAAAATATCAAAATATACAGAAATAGATGGTAAAATTAAAGAAATTTTATTAAAAGAAAATATATCCATTGAAAATATTAACAAATCTTTAACTATTGAGGAGAAAGAAAAAGAAACCGTATTAATAAAAAATACAACTAAATATGCAATTGAAAAAATTCTGGAGAAATATCCAATAACAAATGAAGAACGTGAAGAATTAATAAAAATGGAAAAGGAAAGAGCAGAAAAAGAAATAGCATCAGAAAAATCTAAAGTGTATAATGTAGTAAATGGAAAAACAGTACGTTATGGTATTTTACCAGAGATTTTAACAGAACTATTAAATAAAAGAAAAGAAACAAATCTTAGACTTGCCAAAGAAAAAGATGCATTTGTTAAAGCTATTCTTAATGCTCTTCAATTAGCATTTAAAGTAACCGCTAATTCTCTTTATGGACAAACTGGTGCTCCGACATCTCCCATATATTTTATTGCAATTGCCGCATCAACAACAGCTATTGGTAGAGAAAGATTATATTATGCTCGTAAAATGGTTGAAGATAATTTTCCAGGTTCAGAAGTAATATATGGGGATTCTGTGACAGGAGATACACCAATAATAGTAAAATTACCAAATTCAAACGATGTTGAAATTAAAACTATACAAGAATTAACAACTTTTTGGTATGAATATGATGCATTTAAAGCCGGAGATTCTAATAGAAAAGATAAACAACAAGGTATACTTGATTATGAAGTATGGACAGATAAAGGTTGGGCAAAAATAAAACGAGTAATAAGACACCAAACAAAAAAATCAATATATCGTGTTAAAACTGATAACGGAGTTGTTGACGTAACAGAAGATCATTCACTTTTAAATACTGACAAAGAAATTATAAAACCATTAGATTGTAATTCTAATACTAAATTATTACATGGATTTATGGAAACAAATAACATATACCAAAATATTACACCACATCAAGCTTATTTATTAGGATTGAATTTTGGTAAAGTAGATGTTTATTGGGATATCATAAATGCTCAAAGTATTTGGGATGTTATTAATATTATAACAAATGCAACAACAAAAATAAAACAAGAATTTATAAAAGGTTGGAAAAAACAAGGATTTTATAATATTGAAAATAAAGTGGAAGCACAATTTTTATATTATGTATTGAAATCATTGGGACATAATGTAAACATTCATATGCCAATCACAAAAGAAGATATATATAGATTATCATATGGTAAAAATATTTCGAATATTAATAAAACGACAATACAATATTTGAGAGAAACATATGATGGCGAATATGTATATGATCTTGAAACAGAATCTGGAACTTTTCATGCAGGAATTGGAGAAATGATTGTTAAGAATACTGATTCTATATTTATTAATTTCCACATTAAAGATGAAAATGGAAATGAAAGAACAGATAGAGAGGCTCTAATTCAAACAATAGCTAAATGTCAACGTGCTGCTAAATTAATTAATCAAAATGTTCCAAAACCGCAAAGTATTGTTTATGAAAAAACATTTCATCCATTTATTCTTGTCGCGAAAAAAAAATATGTAGGATTACTTTTTGAAAAAAATCCCGATAAATATTTTTTAAAATCTATGGGTATTGTGTTAAAAAGGCGAGATAACGCACCTATTGTAAAAATAGTAGTTGGAGGAATTATAGATCATATCCTTAAAAATCGTGATATAAATGGTGCAGTTGAGTATACGAGAAATGTTTTATCCAAATTAATGAAAGGAGAATATCCTATAGATAAATTTATTATAAGTAAAACATTGAAGGCAAGATATAAAAAACCATCAACTATTGCTCATAAAGTTTTGGCAGACAGAATGGCTATTCGAGATCCAGGTAATAAGCCTCAAATAAATGACAGAATACCTTTTGTTTATATTGTAAAAGACATGGGAAAAAAGAAAAAGAAAGATATACTTCAAGGTGATTTAATTGAACATCCAGATTATGTTATAGCTAATGATTTAAAAATTGACTATTTATATTATCTCGAACATCAAATTATAAATCCAGCAACACAAATATTAGAACTTATGATAGATTCAAAAAGCGTAATGAAATTATTTAATGAATATATTATTGAAGAGGAAAATAAAAGAAAGGGTCGCAGAAGTATATTTGATTTTGTTGATAAATCAAAAATAAAAACAATAAACCATGGGTCAAAAACCACAAAAATACCATTAAAATCTCAAAAAATAAAAAAAGATAATGATAAATATGAAAATATACGTTTTATTGGTACAACTCGAAGGTTAGAGAATAAAAATTTGGGAATTTGGATGTATGGTAATAATCAAGGAAAAACATCCAATATTGATGATGGTGACCTTGATTTATAATCCAATAAATTATTACTAGATTAATAATAATTTATTGTCCATAAAGTAATTTTCTTTCACGTTCTTTCCTACTTTGTTCTAAATGATTATAAACTATCAAAGCTACAAGAGCAATTAAGACAACAATAATTATAATAATTATTGTTCTATTTTCTTTTGGATTCGAACTGAATAAATTATTGAATACATTAGAAATATTACCACCTAATAATGCGGCTAATTCAGCAGATTTATTAAGTTCAGTAGCTGTTTCTATTGGAGGAGTATTTTTATTTTTTGTTAATTGTTTGAATAAGAAAAATCCTCCAGCTAATAATGCAATTAAAATAATAATAACAATAATAATTTTAGTTATACCTGAGCCAAAAATATCTCCTAAAATACTTCCTCCTTGAGCATTAGCGGCTGCTTTATCAGCGATGTTAGAAATTTCATTTTGTGTTTCATTAATCTGACATACTTCATTTTCACTTGCACCTTGTGCAATTCTAATATTACATGATCTAATGACCATATCTTTTAAATTAGCTTTATTTGTAGTAGATTGATTAGCACATTTATTTGTAACATTATTTTTAATGGTAGTAGTAATATCATTAATATTGGTTGAAGCAGAAAATCCAAGACCAGCTTTTGCTTCAGCACTTAATTGTGCAACAGTTTGAGCAGCACTACTTTGTAAACTAGCAATTAAACATTGTGAATTTATTGTTGTTGCTTGACTTATATCAAAAGAAGATGGAGGATTACAATTTGCAGGTGGATCAAAAGTAATATCATTAATAGTAACATTATTTACGGCCCCAACAGTACCACAACTGTTATATGCATTATTTATCATTGTATTTTCTATAGTTTGTTTATTAGTAGATGCAGAAGCTCCCATATATTATATTATAATAATATATATTTATTTCCTAGAGAATAAATATATATCATAATTAATATAAATTTGGATAATCTTGAATGTTACTGTACTCATTTTGATAATAATTTGGAACATATTGTTGGCGATAAAATTGATTATTCTGATTTGTGTTTAAATGATTAGTATATTGATTTGTGTTTAATTGATTAGTATTAAGTTGATTATCGTTTTGATTAATGTTTTGATTGTTTGATGTATTTTCATTTTCTAAATAATGTGTATGTAATGTTTTATACAATATGACAATAATAAGTACAAGAATAGAAATAATTAGTAATTTGTAAGTACTACTATTTCTAATTTTTGAGAATAAATTACCTGGATTATTTAAATTATCCATAATATTATCCCAACCTCCCTTTAATATATTATTAAAACCGCCTAATAAAGCTGCTTCTTCTAATGTTTGTGTGCTTAATAAATCACTTGGATTGACTTTATTTTTATTTCTTGTTAAAAAATAAATAACAGCAGCTATTATAATAAAAATAATAATAATAATAATAATACCAGCAATTAATCCTGAAGGACCAGATCCAAAAATATCTCCCCAAATACTTCCACCCTGTGCATTACTAGCGGCATTACTTGCAATTTTAGAAACTAAATCTTGTGTAGAATTTATTTGACATGAAACATTTTCTTTAGCATTTTGAACCACACGAAATTGACATGATTTAATTACAGTATCTCTTATAGTAGCATTATTAGTTGTTGATACATTTGCACAAGTATTATTTGTTATATTAGATATGGATTGTTTAACATCATTTATATTGGTAGAAACAGAAATTCCCAAACCAGCTTTTGCTTCGGCGCTTAATTCGGCAGCTATTTGGGCGGCACTACTTTGTAAACTTGATAATAAACAATTTGAATCAATGGTGGCTGTTTGTCCGATTGTCATAGAAGATGGTGGATTACAATCTGGTGGTGGCTCAAATTTTATTCCGGACAAATTTACTATATTTGTTGCACCTATTGATGGACAACTATTATAAGCTTGATTTAAAATATTATTTTCAATAGTTTGTTTATTAGTTGAAGCAGATGCTCCCATATATAATTATATGATAAAACGAGATTTTATTATATAATCTTAAAGAGTATCTATTTATCTTATTGATATTTATTATTTTTACGTGTTGTACCTGATTTATAAATATCACTTGAATTCATTTGCATAATATCATTATCCTCTTTATCAAATAAAGTATTTCTTAAATTTATTCTTTGCATAGCCCATCTTACATTTTCAGTTGTTTCATCTTCGTCAAATTCATTTTCAAGATCATCCATACTATCTATTGTATTTTCAGAATTTTGTGAATCACTTGACTGAAATATTCTTTTTTGCAAGTTATATAAATCTGAAGTGGTTACATCAGTTTGATCATAATCAAAACCTAATTCTTCTAGTTCTTCATCAATATCTTCTAACATTTCATCCTCATCATCTTCATCTTCAAGACTAATAGTTTCAGGTTTAATATCATCTGAATCAAATATCAAATCCTTATCAGATATTTTTTTATTTTGATTATTATCTCCAAATGAAGGTTCTGATGTATTATTATCATCAGAGGTTGTGCTTATTATGTCAGTATTTAATTCTGTACTAGTGTCATCAATTGAGGTGAGGTCTGGATTTTGACCTCCTTGTTGTATTTGTTGAGTTTGTCTCCTGATTATATTATTTTCAATAGGTTCAGCACTTGTTGGGCTATAATTATCATAAACAACTCTTCTATCAACTATATTACATGATTTTTCATTTCCTAAACAATTACAATTAGCGCCACAATCATGATTTGGTTGTATTCTATTAACAGCATATCTTTCTCTTACTTTATGTATATCACCATCGTCACAAATTTCAAGTTCTACATATCTAATTCTGGGATTTTCAGAAGCTATGATACGTGGATCTATATCTGAATAATATGTATCACGATCATTTATATATGGTAAAGAAACTCCATTAACTGGATCATGAAAAACTTCAATATTACTTCTATATCCATTAACATCAAATTGTGTAGGTATATTATTTTTTGGATCGCGATATTTTTTTGCCCAATATTCTTTTAATAAACTAATGTCATTAGATTCAGATATATTTTCTCGACTGGAATTATTTCCCATTATTATACTTATTCAAAAGAAAATTTCTATAAATATATTTTATGCAATTAGTAAATTAAATTATACCATAGAATAATGTCTTATTTATTATCTTGGTATAATACAAATATATGATCAAATACATATTATTACAATTATTGATTGTTGGCATTTTAGTTGTCCTAATATATTATTTGGGAAAAAAATCAAAATCGGAGGCAATATATGTTAAATCAAATGCGGATAATAAAGAGTATTTAGTTCAAAATTTAGAAAATAAAGAAGAAGCTGCATATATGTTAAGCATTATAAATAAAAGAATAAACATTCTCAAAGAGTATTTACAAAAAAATATTAATAAATATCCTGAATATAAACCATATATTGAACAATTTTGTAAAAGAATAAATGGAATAGTTTTATACGAAAATCCTCCAAATGGAAAATACACAAGTTTTACTGTCAATAAAGGAGATGAAATAGCTTTATGTTTGAGATCTAAAAATAATTATCATTTACATGATTTAAATTTAATAATGTATGTAGTTATTCATGAATTGGCTCATGTTGCATGTCCTGAAGTTGATCATACTGAATTATTCAAAAAAATATTTATATTTTTACTTACGATATCTATAAATATAGATATATATACAAAACAAGATTATGAAAAATATCCAGAAGAATATTGTGGGTTAACAATCAATGAAAATTTACTTACTTAATTTAAATATAATACGTAATATTCAAAATAGATTATACATTATATATCACATTAATATATTAAATGTTTAATATATTAGTGTTACGCTTTATTTATTATTTTTCTGTTATAATGATATAGATAGATATGGATGATCCAATTAAAATAATACATAAATACAAGAATAATAATGGCAGAGTCCAATATCATATTAATATATTTATAGGTGATATTGTTGATGAAAATTGTATGCGTATTTTAAGGAAAATAAAAGATATGGATTTATATACTTCATTAACTTCATTAGACTCAAGAGAAATAGAAATTTTAGAAAAAAATTATGGAGAATTTTGGTACGAAAAATTTTTTAATAGTTACCATATTAATAATACAAAAGAACTAACTCTTAAAAATTCCGCAAGAATGAGAGAACTAAGATCATTATATGATAATAATTGGATTTCAAGACATTTTAATGAATACCAAAAAAGAATAGAGAATACTGTTTATAATTATGAATACTTAATAAAAGAAGAAAGAGAAAGAAGAAATATTACCAGAAATATTAGAAGACAACAGGAAGATACTGAAGATTTATTAGATTATACTACTAGTAATAGAAATCTTTCACAAACAATACCAAATAATTTTACAAACATGTCAAATATTTATTCTATTGCAGGAGATCAAAATAAACCTTATAAAATTGTTGATATTGAGGAAGAAAATTTAGCTTGGTGTAGAGAAGATCCTTCTGATGATGAATCAGAAAGTGAAATTTCTTATATGTCAGATTTTGAATCAGACAATGAAATGGATGGGGGTATTGATACTGATGATTCAGATGCTGAAATTATTGATGTAGAACCAGATGAAACTGATTATTTAAATGATATTAGCAGAATTCCTAGTATGGAAAATGAAAATTTGGATCTTGTGGGAGGACAAGATGATGAAGATGACACTGGTAATGCTGATTTTAATGACCCAATGTATGATGAATTTGATTTTAGTAATTATGAAGAAAATCAAGAAGTTACTACATTTGAATCAGAGGTTGAACAAGATTTAGAAGGCATAGATCTTTTATTTAATGATTTAGATGAAACAGATGAAAACGTAAAATTAACCACAAGAGAAATAAAAAATGTAATAAGTGGAGAACAATATGATAAGATGAGTAAAAAAATATTAGAATTTGATAAAAGTAAAGATAATAATATGTTTGACGAAAATTTAAAAGATGTTATTGATAAAAATTACATAACAAATCAATATATATTTAAAGACGATAGTATAAGAATAATAAAGGATAAAATTTGTTGCGGATTTAAAAATAATGATAAATTTGGAGAAAATACTTATATAATTCCATCACATCAATATCTTTGGTCTGAATATTATTACGATGGAAGAATAGATAAAATTATGATCGGGCAAAAATGGATTATAAGAAATGATATTTTAAAATTAGACGTAGAGCCAAATTCAAACTTGAGAGTTTATGAAGAACTTAGAGGAAATTTAAGATTATTAAGAGATAATATTAGAAGACAAGGTAAAATAAAAAGAGAAGATGATGATAATAATATTTTATTTGATTATGAAGGATACTACACTTATAATGAAATATTTATGGTTGATACGTATAACGAGCTTGGTCTTAATTATGATCCAAATTTCGAAGAACAAAGAAATTTAATTGATGTTTATTTACGAATTTATTTTCCTAAAATTCTCCCGGAAGATTTAGGAAACATATTGGATTTTTTAAATGCAAGAGGTAATGTGAATCGTAATCCAGAATATAATAGATTGGGAATGGTTTATGAGACTATTAAAAATAATTTAATATTAGAAAATGAACCAATGAGAGACATCGAATTGACTAAAAAAAGAAATAAAAAAGAATATACAAAGATATTTAAAGAAAATTATGTAACTCAATCGGTGATAAGAGCATATTTATTGGATAGAAATAGACGAGTTGACTTATTCAGAGTATTTGATAATTTTATATTAGACGAAGAATATCCTTTTATTCAATATCAACCCACAGATGGTACCCCAAGAAGCAGATACAATGAAAAATATCTTATGGAAAACGAGAGAAAAGAAATAATTATTAAATGGTTTGAAAATACACAAAATGGAATTAATTTTAAAGTAAGAGTTGATGAAAATTCAGATTATAAATATATGGCAATTAATTTAAATGAAAATGGTAGAATTGATTATAAAATACAATGGAAAGAAGAAGATATGTCAACAGTCGAAGATATTAAAAAGACTTATATTTATATTGTTAGACTTGTCGAAAAGATTAATAGAGAAAATGAAAGATTTAATATTAATTTACTTGTACCATCTGATGAACATTTTAAATTTGCTTTTATTAATACAATTCAACGTTTTGAACTACCCGAAAATTTTGCTATAAATCATAATGATTTGTCTGAATTTTCAAGATATTTTTTCCCTTATGTTGCTCTTGTAATAGAACCAAGAAAACGACAATCAAAATTAAGAAGAGGAGATACCGATGAAAAAAGTAAATTTGGCACTTATTTAAGATATAAACGTGTAAGTAAATATGAAAATAGAACAAAAATAGAACATAGAATTATATTTTTCATGAGAAATTATGAATATAATGATCAATCATTAGCGAATGAAATAAGTAAAGAATTTAATATTACAGAAGAACAAGCAATGCAAGAAATAATATCAGTGAGAGAAAAGTATCCCAATATTAAAAAATCAAGAAGAATTCTCAAAAAATTAGAAAACATACCAAAATATAAACCTCCAGGTATTGGAGTAGATATTCAAGGTAAAACTAGAACAAATTATAAAATGAGAATTGCTGGAGCAAGAGATAAAGAACAATTGGAAAGAATTATAACTTTTATGAATATACTAATATATTTATATGCAGAAACATATTTATATAAAAGACCTGAAAGACAAAGAATGAAAGATAGATTAAAAAAATTAACACAAATTGCTCGTAGAAGAAATAGAGTTACAGAAATTGTAAATCATGACCCAGGTGTAATAACTGTAAAGCAAATGACATCTATTGATAAAAAGAGATTAAGTTATAAATCTGAAGATGATCAAAATCAATGGACAAGAGATTGTCAAAATTCAGGTGAAGATAAGAGACGAAGGCCTCAACAATTTCTTAATATTGAACAATTAGAACAATTAGGTTATGTCTGGAAAGATAAATTGGGAGAATTTGATTTTGGACATTATGAAAGACGTGTAATGGTTGATGCGGATGGAAAAACAGATTCGAATAAAAAGAAACGTGAAACAGTTTTACGTGCGGTTAAATTACCACTAGATGATACTGGTGAAAATTTTGTTTATTATACATGTGGTCCAGAAGATAATGGTAAACATATGTTTATTGGATTTTTAAAATCTAAAAATCCTTACGGAGATCCGAAACCATGTTGTTTTATTAAAGACCATTTTTATTCAAAAAATAAAGAAAAAAGAAACTTTTTTTTAAGAAGCATTGGTATTATGCAAGAAGTAGATGATATTAATAAAATATCAGGAGATCAATTGTATATATTACAAGATAGCAATAAAATCCAAGAGGGTAGATTTGCATTCTTACCAAAATATTTAGATATTTTTTTAAATTATATGTTAAATAAGGAACGTACCATAAAAAATCATTATTTGGTAAGTTCAGAAACTGGTTATTATTTTAAATACGGAACAAAACAAGATGAATATCGATATTTAAATGCGTTATGTTCTGTATTAGATATAACAATAGATGAATTAAAAAATATGTTAATAAATGCACTTGAAAAAGATAAAAATTTATCCTTGTTCACTAGTTTAAACAATGGGGATATTCGTGCACAATTTCAAGATATTAATTCATATATTACATACATAAGGACTAATAATTATTTAGAATATCCATTACTTAATGATTTAATATGTTCACCAGGAGTTATTGATGAAAACGGATTGAATATTATTATTTTCCAGAAAAAAACCCAAATTATTAGAAGAAATTTTGAGAAGGAAAAAGTAAAGGAAAGTTATTATGTTATTTGTCAAAATCAAGAAAATATAGGTGATATTAAAAATCCAAAACGTGAAACATGTTTACTTATTAAAGAAAATAAAAGTTACTATCCTATTATCCTTGTGAGTAAAGAAAATGAACAAACCAAAGAAATTTCAATAACCAAGACTTTTAAATATGAAAATAATAATGATAATGTTATTAATCATATTTCCAAATATTATGAATTAAATTGTCACGCTGAATATCATCTTCTCATCAAAAATGAAATATCAAATTCATTGAATGCCAAACAAACATTAAAAATTTTATCAGAATCAAATAATAAAGATTATTTACCAAAATTACAAATAATAGATGCAAGATATAAATGTAAATATTTAATAACACGTTCGAATTTTATCATTCCAGTTACTCCTTCGGGGGTTATTTATAACATTAATATATCAAACAATGTAGAAAATTATATATTGGATTATGGTGCGACATTTAAATATTTAACTAATATAAATAATGCCACTAATAATAAACTTAAATTAAATCCCATTGGAGTTTATTATGTTGACAAAAAACAAAAAAGTTATGTTGTTTCTGCAATTATGACAGAAGGTTATCAATCAGTACCCATAAAAGAAAGGCAAATTACTCAAGAATTTATAAAGAAAGAAAAATTATTGATTCAAAGTAAACCAAATGATGAAGCGATTGACAAAGAAATATTTAATAATAAAAATAAAATAGTTATAGATGACAGAGTTTATTTAGTATCAAAAAATAAATATGAGACCGAAACATATCAATTATTCAGATATCATTTAAGTTATTATTTAAATAATGTTCCTTCAGGAAAAGAGTACAAAGTTAGAATTGAAAAAATTATTAACGACAACAATCTTTCCAAAAATGATAAACGTATTCAATTAAAAAAATTAATGTATGAAATGACAAATACAGATTTATTAAAAACATTTAATGCACTTATACAAACAATAAATCAAAAAGGAGGTGAAGAAATTATTGAAGATGTAAATCCATTAGCTCAGGCTAAATTACCTGTATCATTGGTTAAAAGTCCAGAACCCACCATTCAAATCATACCAGAAAATTATACAACCGGTGATAAAATATCATTAAATAATTTTGTGCAAACATCGGAGTTACCAGATGTTGTAGAATTTGATTATACTGAACAAATACAACCATTAAATGCACCATTTAATTTTTCCCAAAATAAGCCGTCATCAATGGATTATATAAAATATCCCACAAATGAAAAAATTTGGATGACTGTTATGCCAGATTCAAAAGAAATAGATTATCCAACATTTATACTAAAGAATAATAGGGAATTATGTTATATTAATAATAATAAACAGGATTGTAATAGTAATAAATACTGTCAATGGAATAACTCCAAAAATATATGTTATTTTAGTATTAAAAAACGTCAACTTGTTGATTTTATTAATAGAGTAACAGAAGAATTTGTTCGTAACGAGTTAAATGCAAGTGAAATTTTAAGAAGAGGTGATTATTTCGTTTCTGATATTGTTGATTATAACGTTTTTACAGAAAGACCTGGTGAAAGAATAATTATGACATCTAATGCTAATATTGATCGTATACTTAGTGATATTTTTGGAAAAGAAAATATACCAAGAATAGGTAAAAGAAGATTTAAATTTGAAAATGTACAAGACTATGAACAAATGAATATTGATAATCCTATTCGTGAATTAAATAATTGGTATATACAAAATATTATAGATAATAATAATACTATTTTTAGAGCATTTGCCAATACTTATTATTGGTTAGTACATCCATATAGTGAAATATCAATAAGAAATTTAGGATATTATTCTATTCTACAAACAAATTTATCAAATTATTATAAAAGTCAAGTAATTGATTGGTTAATGTCAAGAGAAAATCAAGACGAAATCAATAATAAATTAATACCATATATTAAATATAATAAAGTCGCTGATTTTATAACCAAATTAAGTACAGATATTATTAATATGACAAATTGTATTGTTGAACTTTATGTTTTATCCAAGTTATATGAAACAATAATTTATGTTTATGATGCAAACTATACAATAATATATGCTCTACATCCAAAAAATGGTGTTATTTATGATTATAATAAAAATAATCAACCCTTTGATAATAGTAAATATCAAAATTATAAAAAAATTCTTGATATAAGATTCCATTATATTTCTAAAAATATATATCCCGACAAAATTGATGCTCTTTATTTAAAAACTTAAATATAATTTTATTGAAAAAATTATATTTATATAAAATAAGATTCGTTTGCAGGACGATTCCACCCATTAAAACTATAATAATTAAATTGTAATTATAAAAGTAAATATAGTTATGCGTTAAAAAATATAAATATTATTATTTTTTTTAGTTTTCGAAAATAATATCAACTTATTATAATTAGAGTTATGTCAAAAATTAATAAAATATTATCAGACAAAAAAACCTCAGAATTAAATGATTCTGACGAAATTAGCGTTGTTTATCGTAAAAAAATATCTAAAAAAAATAAAAAAGAGTCAAAAAATAAATTATCAGATTATTCTGATCCTTCAGATGATTCCGGTGAAGAATTAAATGAAAAATTTAGTGAAGAATTTAATGAAAAATTTAACGAAGAACAAGAAGAACAAGAATTTAATGAAAATGATTCAGAAAAATATGATAATACTACTGATAATGATGGAGTAAAATGGTCTAAAAATAGCAATGAAATTTTTAAAGAACTTATTAAAAAACAATTACCTGATGTTCCTTCACAATGGAGACTTAATATAAACGACATGAAAAGAATATGTAAATATATAGACACAAGTATATTTGATAAAAATAAATGTTGTCTATGGAATGGATATATAACCAATATCAATAATTCTAATAAAGGAACATATGTTAATTTTTATTTTAGAAATAAAAAAGTAGCGCTTCATAGATTATTATATAGTAACTTTGTGGCACCTTTAAATTCAAGTGAGTATTTAAAATTTAATTGTGATAATAAAGGAATATGCTGTAATATTAATCATTATGAAAAATATAAATATTCTAAAAATAATACAGGTAATACAAAAAAAGAACATAAAAATAAAGAATCAAAAAAAGAAATAAAAGAAGTAAGAATTGCTGGAGCTCATGATCCGGATGAATTGACAGTGGATTTTGAATAATGTTATTTTTATCTTAGTAAAAAGTATAATAATGCAATTTGAACCCATGGGAGGATTTCCACCTATTATTAAAAATCAAAAAGAAAATATTAACGAAAATATATTAGATACTAGAGGTTTCACAACAACAAATATTGTTAGTATTGGTGATATAATAAATAATAAAAAGAAACAAGATTTATATTTTGCATTTGGTTCAGATGAAGAACAAGGTTTTGATCCAACTATAATGAGTATGATATATACTGAACCACATAATTATACGAATATTAATATTATATAATATTGTTATTATTTAATATTAATGAGTGTATCAGATATAATTAGTAATGCATTAATAGAATATGATACAGCAGCACCGGTTATTAAATATTTATTAAAAAATACTTATATAGAAGGTGAAAAAACTAATAATGATTTAAAAAGAACAATTTTTAAATTCAAAGATAAAAAAACAGAAAAATTATTATTACAGACAGAAGTAGAAATACTTGGTATATATTACGACAAATTAAATATTTGGAGTTGGTCGTGGTCTCAAATTGGATTGACAAATTCTGAAAATTATTTATCAAAAGAAATGTTATTGTACGCATTAAAATTAGGATCAGATTTATCATATATAAAATCAATATTAACAACTTCACGAGGTACAATACAAGATCATATACAAGTAGATATAAATATTGCAATAGCTTCTAATATTATAAAACAACCTTATATATATCCAGTGACTTATCATATACAAGGATATAACTTAGTTTATTATTTTATTTTATTAAATAAAAATGATTTGGATGAATTCGCTAACAAATTAACAAAATAAATTATTTTTATTGAATCTTTATTATTTGTAGAATATATTAATGTTTATTAAATATTAATATATTTATGGGAAATGGTATGTTTTGTAAAGAGTAACTCTAAACTTATTTGATGGATAAATAGGTATATTTTCAATAATATCACCATCATATAATTCAGGTACTCCATAAAAATCAGCATTACCATATCTTACGCCATTAATCTTAATATTATCAAGAGGAATTTTTAATTCTAATTTACTAAGATATCGTTGATCCATGATATAATAAAAGAATCTATTTGTATTTTTGGACGATTTGACTCTAAATAAAGGAACAGAACTTGGAACATTATCAGAAAATGGTTCATTTTCATCAACTTGTTTTATTAAAATCCCATTAAGTATAGGATTATCAAAAAGTGGTTGTGTACTTTGATTAAAGGGTGGATATACGCCATTTTTTTCATAATATTCGTTATATTTTTCTAATACCTCCCTAGGTAATCTAAGTTGAGGATAAGTTAATGGATCTTGCATGCTGTACAAATCTTGTTTTTTATGGGATCTGAATAAGGATCAGTTTCATGTTCAATATATACATTTGTCGTTTGAGGAATTTGTTTTGGTTGTACGTATGCTGGTCTATTTTCGTATTCTTTTGATGGTTCTTGGTTTCGATAATTATCATTTTTATAATTGTCTTGAGATCTAAATGAATCTTGGTTTCTTGAGCAAGATGAACATGCCGTTTCTATATTAGGTTTGAAATTTGATATTTGTGGTGATGGTTGAATATATTTTGGTTGATTGTTTTGACTGTATATTAAATAAAATGCGAATGCAACTACAATAACAATTATTATAGCAGAGTTATTAAATGTCATAATCTTTATATTATAATATAAGGAAAATAAATTTAGCTATTAATCAGAAGTAATTTATATTAATACTACACGCATTTTTCTATTGGTAATATAATGAATAAGATATTGTGTCATATTATAGGTTTAGATGAAATACATAAAAAAAATTTAATCAAGTCACTTAAAAATATAGATTTTATTGATCTGGATGATATTCAACAAAAAATTCATAACGATAATGATATTTTACATCACAAAAATTTATGGAACGAAACCAATAAAAAATTTTTATACTCAAAAATCAAAAAAAAATATTCAAAGAAAAAAATAATAAGGATATTAATAATTTAATAAGTGTGAGAAATAAAATTAAAAAGCAAATTCATAATTTTTGGAAAGAAAAAATTAAAACACATTTTTTAAATTATTTAGATAAATGTAAAAACAAAACAGTTATTGTTATTGGTTTCAATATTTTCCCAAAAGATTATCGAATAAAATTTAATCTGGATATGCTTATTTTTTCCACTTATTATAATGACAAATATTACAATAATAAAATTATTTATGATATATCAGCAATTGATTATGCCAGTAACCAAATAAAATATTATTTGAATAAGTACCAAGATAAAATCATCAAAGGAACATTTCCCTTAAATTTATTAAAACAAGATTATTTAATTTCCAAATATCAGAAATTTACTGATTTTTATTTAAAACAGGGTTATAATTTTGTTACAAAAGATTTTATTTATGATATTATACAGCAATTTCACAATATATATAATCAATATTCTGGAAAAATAGATAATAGTCACATAATTTATATAGCAATAACTTTTAAAGCAGGTAAAACAATACCTGCAAATAAAAAAATGCCTATAGAAGGATTTACAACAAGACAAGAAGCATTAGACAATTTAAAACCAAAAGTAAATAATACTACACCTGTATATTTATACGAATCTAGTATTGATCAATTTGAAATACAAAATGGAAAATTTATTTCCGTAAAACCCATTAATATTATTAATGAAGAATCTCTTCTTTTAACAATATAAATATATAAGTAAAATAATAATTATAAATGATGCAAATTGCTGTAATAAAAAAAAATAATATTGATTTTGTTGAAATGGAAAAATATGCTGTTCCATTATTATATACAATTCATGATACTGAAACTAGAAATCAAATAAAAAAAATTTAAATGATTATATTTGGAAAACCATTGAACCGTATATTGAATTTTTAGATATTGGAGAGGATTTATTAACAACTGTTTGTCATAATTTGACAAAAAATTTTGATAATAATAAAAATCCTGATGAATTTTATTACCATACTGAAGCTTCATATTCTTGTCCAAAAAAATATTTGGAAATAATGTATTGTTTACCATTATGGAAAGATTATACAGCTGGTCAAATAGAAAATATGAATAAATTAGCATGTTTATTTAGTTTGAAACATAATGTTATTGAAAATAATTGTGTAATCATTGGAAATAAATATGATACTAATTCTTCAAGTAATTTAGTTATTGATAATGTTACGCGAGATGATATATTAAGAGTAATACGACGTAGATATTTTTTTACTGCATCATTAATTAAGCAAAATAATGTGGTAAAATATTACTACCAAAATCCAGCTTATTTAATATCAAAAATATTTAATCTCGAAGGTAAAGATAATATACAAAAATTATCCATTCCATTATTTAAATATAATTTGAGTTTTTACTGTCAACAAGATAATAGTAAATATATAAACCAAATAGCAACAAGAATAAATGGTTTATATAGATTATATGGAGATGTTTTGATTCTTAATGAAATTGAAGAAAATGTTTATACAAATTTGAGTGAACATGAAATTAAGAGACTAAATGTTTTATCATATGGTAGATTATACGACAGACAATTAAAAGATAATGAAATACATGAAGAAATAGTTCCAGATCTTGATGAAAATGGTAAACAAGTTGAAAAGAAAAAAACTCCTTTATGGAGTAAATATATAATTATCAACAACAGAATGGATAATTGGAAAAATAATAAAAATAAATGTATATATTGTGGTGATCAAATAAAAAACCCTATAACATGTAATAAATGTTATAGAGCTAAATACTGTTCAAAATATTGCGAACAACAATTTAGTTCTTATCACGCTGATGAATGTATAAATCCAAAATCGCTTTAATTATTCCTCCAATAAAGAAACATAAATACAATATTTTATTATAAAACATTCATAACTACTACTCCAATATCGATGATGTTTATAATTAAAAACAAAACCAGTATCTTTAAAAATTAAATTATAATTACGTACATTTGTTTCAGCACATATTTCATCTCTTAAATCAATATTTTTATTTATCCACACAATTTTTTCATCTTTTCTTGTGGATTTTTCTAATAATTTATTAAATTTTGGAATAAATTTTTTCGGATATTTTATGGGATGTCGAAACTTAACACAAACGAATGTTCCGGATATTTTCCTTCTTATTCCTATAATAAATAAAAGAGTTGGATAATTATTAATCATGTGAGTTTTTATTAGGTTCAAAATATAGTTAATACAGTCTTTATACTTAATTATTTTAATATATTTGTTATACGAATATTTACTTTCAACTATTTTTTGTAATTTAGCTATAACAATATCTTTAATAGATTGTTTATAAGAAATTAAATTATTATGATAAGATTTTTTATATATTAGTTGTGAATTATGATATTCGCTATAATCAATATCATCATCAGAAACTGCATCCAAATATGATTCCATTATTATTTTGGGATAAAATTAAAATTATAATATTCTATTATAATTTCAATTTTATTTAATCACAAAACGTATATACACAATATTCATGGAAAATAGTATCACTTTCTATAACAAATACTTTTCTAATGTATTGTTTATATTCAAATTTATAACCTGAATTTTTAAGAACAATATTATAATTCCTCGCAATGGTTTCAGCTAAAATTTCATTACGAGAATTAATCTTATCTCTTACAACAATGGGATTATCATTTGATTGCGAATAAATATCATAAAATTTTTTTGTAATTTTTTGTGAATATTTTTGTTTATCATAAAACTTGATGTAAATACTATATCGGATTGATAAAAATTTACGTATCATTATTTTAAAAAGTAAATCTGATTCAAACAAAGTTGATTTTATTACATTTAAATAAAAATTTAAATTTTTATCTGCACAGCAGATTTTTATATATTTACCAGTATAATTCTTCCTAAGATTTATAATTTCATAAAGTTTATTAAATATTTTTTCACGTAATTGTTCTTTTTTAAATATTTCATCATCTTCATTTAATAAATTATCATTAATATTATTGTAACCAAACTTAAAATAATTATTAGTGGTATTTTTTTTCATGTTTGGAATTATGGAAATAATCAAAGGTAAAGCTGAACCCATATACATTTTGGAATATGTTATACTCATTTTTGCTTTGCAAAAATGAATATACATACACAAAATGTTTCTAGGCGTAATATTTACAGCTTTGCTGTAAATAATACCCTAGAACATAATAATTTATGTTTAAAACATATGAGATGTTTTAACATAAAAATTTTCAATTTTATTGAAGTTTAGTAAAAACAAGATATTTATTTTTTTTATGTAAACATATTTCCTCAAGTTTCGGTCATAATAACTATACTCAAATACATATTTTTCGTGATTAAATACATAACCACTATTTCCTAATATCATATTAAAATTTCTTGCATAACATTCAGCTGTTATTAAATTATTTTCATGTATGTATCTTTTTACACAAACTTCCTTGTAATTATTTCTCATGCATTTTTTTAGGCATTTATTAAAATTTTTTTTAATATGATTTGGATATTTAATAGGATCGTAAAATTTAACACATATATTATTACTAAAAAATCCTCTTTTTTTATTAAAAATAATAAATCTTTTGGAAATAAATAATTTTTAATAATGGAAACAACAAATTGTACTCTACCGGTTACAGGATATATTTTATAATATTTATTGAATGAGTATTTTTTTGATAAAATATCATCAAGTTTTTTTGTGACTTTATTTTTTATGGAATTCATAATTTTTTTATTTTTGGTAACAATGTCTTCTTTTTTTATTACATCAATATGTGAATTATATGATTGATAACTTTTGTGGTCGGAATCCATGTCTAACTTAATAATTTATAAAATATATAAAAGTATACAAATAAATTCAATTTTTTATAATATTAATATTTCGTTGTTCAATAAACATATAATATATTCATGGTCTTTATAATATAGATGACAAATAATTATCATACTCAAGTAGGTAAACAAAATATGTTAACACAAATAGCAGCAAATAATAATTTATTACAACAAATGAATAATTATCAAGGAACTCCTATAAATAAAAACAATACTGATCAAAATCAATATACACATCAACAACAACCAATAAATAATTATATGCAACAAACAAATAATCAATTTCCGCAACAAAATATAAATCAATTTACTGGTCCACAAACCAATAATCAATATTTACATCAATATTCACAAAATCAACCATTACAAAATCAACCATTACAAAATCAATCTACAACAATAAATAAAACCTCCTATAATGATAATGGAGAAATAGAATTGTCAGATACTAAATCTCCTGTTAATGAAATACCAAATGAATTACAAAATAAACAACAAATTAATCCAGTTAAGCAAGAACAAATAATTCCACATTCTAACACTCAATCAAATTCTTTTATAAATCCTCAACAACAAAATCAAATAAATAACAATATAAAAAATTTATTAAAGGATAATACAAATATAAAAACAAAACCAATAAAAAAAGATCGTGCCATAAATAATTTTATTCCTCCAAATCAAATAAATCCAATAACTCATCATATGGGTCAACCAAAAATACAATACGTTAATGTACCAGCAAAAAAAAATAATTTTGTGGAATATATTGTAATACCTATTATATTAATAATTATTTTTGTATTTATTGTGCACCCAAAAACATCCAAAATAGTAAATAAATATTTACCCACACCTAAAAGTTTTTTGGGATTAGTATCAAGAGGTGTAGTATTAGCATTGGGTTACATAATAATAAGATTATTGTTCAATATTATGGGTTTATAAAAAAAAAATTGAAAAATGATATTTTAATATAAATTAAACACAACAATACAATATTATTAATAGAAAAATGTCAAAATATCTCCAATTAAATAAGGAAAATGGATCGTTATTTGATCTTAAAATAAATAATTCTACATATTCTATAATATTATTTTCCAATGAAGATATTGAAACAGAAATGAACCAAATTTTTTATAAACTTCTCGAGAATGATCAATTAGAGCTAAATTATTATGTTCTTCAAAAATTTTTTTCACAATTATCATACAATGATACTGATGGAGTAATAAAATGCATTATTAAAGCTGTTGAGAATAAAATATCCTTAATTAAAGAAGCTATTAAAGATAATGATGAAAGGATTGATTTAGGTATCTATACACAACTTTGGAATTCTTATCGTGAATATTTTAAAAAAATATATTTACTTGTCAATAATTATCAAAGATATTTACTAAATAAAAACATAAAAGTAAAAAATTTCCAAATGAATTTATTATCTATTATTGAAATATCCATGTTTTATAACGGAATAATATCTGGTAAAAATGATTTCTTCCAGCAAATATCTAAAAATATTCATAATATTGATAAAGCTAATATTGATCAATTGGTAAATTATGTGGATTCAATAAAATTATTTTCTTATGTCAAAGATTATTTAGATAATCAAACAGATATTTTAGATTCGATAAATGAAATCATTAATAAACCCAAAGTAATAAATATATTGTGTTTTTACTTGGATAAACTATTAAAATCTACAGTCAATAAAGAAAAACTATTATTAAAAGAAGATTATTGTACTATAAATCCCGAAAAAATAAAAAATAAAATTATAAGATCAATAAATAAAATAGTTAATATTTTATCGTATCATTCTGAAAGAGAAATATTATTTTTACATTATAATAAATATTTCAAAACAAGGATATTTGACAGCCAATACAATAATAATAAACTTGAAATTCAAATAATAAAAAAATTATCCATATGTTTAGGCAAAGATTATTCACAAAAATTAATTAATATGATACAATCTATTGATGCTAGTAATGCTCATAATAAAAATATACACAATGCTATTATTAAAGTAGTTCATGGCGAATATAATGTTGCGGAACCAGACCCAAAAATTTTAAATCCTGTAGTCATTCATAAAAAATATTGGGATATGCCAAATATATTACAAATGGATATTAATTATCCAACAGAAATTACATTTTGTTTTCAAATTATTTCCAAATATTATGATAATTATTATCAGAACTATCACAACAATAATAATATTTATATTAATTGGCAACCTACTCTTGGAATTGTAGAGTACAAAGCAAATTTAAATAATAAAGAAGTTACCATAACATGTAATTTATTACAAGCAATATTATTTTCGTATTTAAATGAATATGAATATTTAACAATTAGTGACTTTTCTAAAAAAAGTAATATTCCAGAAAAGTTATCAAAGAAAATATTCCAAAGTTTATTTGAAGATAATATAATTATTATTAAAACCAATTCTAATGAAGTAGATACGTTTATTGTAAACAATAAAAATTATACAGGTAACCATAATATTCAATCATGGAAAACCTTTATCGAAATATTCGAGAAAGAAAAAGTAGATAATAGTGAAATAGATAATAGTATAAAAGATTTGGAATACGTAGATGATTCTGATTCTGATGATGAAATACCAGTTGTAATTGACGAAGAAAATATGGAAGCAGTTAAATTAAATGTAAAACTACTAGATAATAATACACAAAAAAAAGATTCTGATAGTGATACAGATTTTGATTCTGATAGTGATACAGATTCGGAACTTGAGGAAGTACCAAAAAAACAGAATCAAAATGAAGATTTCTATTCAGACACCGATATAGATTCAGAACTGGAAGATCAAGTATCCAAAACGACGAAAGTTAATCCGGATAATTCACCAGTTGATATATCATATTCTGATTCTGACACAGAATTTGAATTAGCAACAAAAATAGATCCACATAATTTATCATTTTCTGCAACAGATTCAGAATCAGATTAAATGATTGATAAAAAAAATTGATAAAATTTTAATATTATAATTACTTAAAATATTAAAATTCATACATTATATACAACATAATGAATAACGATAAAATATTTTCAATGGACAGTTATGACGATAGTGATATTGATATAGAGTTAATTGATCCATTTAGTTCACAAAATAATAATGTTGAAAATAATATATCAAATCCCTTTTATTTGGATGTACAAGCTTCAAAATTTAAATTTACAAAAGTTAAAGATTTAACACAAGAATATAATGCTGTTTATATTTTATGCTTGTCTAATGATTTTGAAAATACCACAAAAAATATGAAAAGAATTAATGTATTTTTTGAAATAGATTCAGATGAATTTGAATTAAAAGGACAAGCAAAATTAGTGACATTAGTAAAATGTCCAAAAGAAATATTATATCTATCAAATATCCGACAAGGACTTGTTCTAGTTAATAAAAATATACTTGCACATTTTAATCATGAATATTATAATCTAAATGATAAAGAATTAGTGTATCTTATGTTAGAAACACAAGAAAATAATGTAAGAATGTGGCTTAAATCTCATAACCCATCCAAATATTATTTTGATAAATTTGTAAAGAAAAAAATATTTTCAAGCTTTTACAAACTTGACGATAGAAAATTTAATAAATGTCTTCTTAATGATTTAAATAATGATCCAGAATTTACTTATTGGCAAAATGATTCAAATTGTAAAGTAAGCTCAAATAATAATTTTATGAATCGAAAATTTAATATTCCTGGAGCAGATAAATGGAATTTACCCAAAAGTAAAATGGAAAAACATTTGCAAAAAATTCTAATTAATTTTAAAGAATGCAAATCAGGATTATCATCAGGATATCCTCCAGCAATAACCGGAACAGATAAAAATATTTTTGGTAAAAATAATGACACTAATATTGTAAAAACATCAAATAATATTGATATTGGTTGTAAATATTTTGTTACCAAAAAAGAAGATCTTGACATTAATAAAGAATTGGTTACTGAACTTTTAACTAAAAGTGCTCTCAATGAAAAAGAGAAATATTATTTGATGTGTAATCTTTTATCAAGTAAAAAATATTGTCATTATGTAATAAATAATAAAGATGTATTGTCTGCCAATAAAGATATTATGGAAAAATATGGACCCGTTTTTAGATATTTATTTGGTTATTCATGGGTTTGTATGTATTTGGAGGAATCTATTACAAAAACCAAAACAAAACAAGATGATAGATATGTTTTTGATTTGGAGACAGCTTGTCTTCTTCCAATTTACCCATTTGATCAAAATGGTCCTTTTAACAATCCATATTTCACATGTATAGTATCTGAATCATTAATAAGTACCACAAATAATATGCATGGAGTTCGTCAATCCCTTGAATATCAAGAAGGATTAGTTGATCCACAAGAATTTAAAAATAGATTAAATTTATTTATATCCGGTGATGAAAACAAAGATCTATTAAAAGATATAAACTGGAATAATATGGTAGTAACTGGTGGTATTATGTCTGCTATTATTCCAAAAAATAATCCGTTGTTCTCACTATACAAAAAATCTAAAGATATAAAATATTCTGAATTGTCTAGATTTTTTGATGAATATTATGCAGATTCCGATATTGATATTGCTTGTAATCACAAGAATATATTGGATTTTGTTGAACATGTGAAAAATATTAAAACATGTTTAGCAAAAAATTTAAATAAACCAGTCACAGATGAAAATATTAGTTGTACACCTATAAAATCATTAGCTGTTTATGTAAATTCGAAAATATTAAAAGAAAAATGTGAATCTGGAGAAATACCTCATTCATATGAATACATAATAAATAATAAATATGAACGTGTTGTGAAATTTTATTTCTATGAATTGTATCTTGAGAAAAAGAATATTGCAAACATTAATAATAAAAAAATACTAGGTGAAAAAATAAATGATAATGAGTATTTTAATATTATTGATTATTGCGATTTTGATAAACTTAATATAGTTATAAATGATTATAAACTGGAATCAAATAATGTTAATAATAAGAATCCTGAAATGAACTCAGGACTTGAATTAATTTATACAGTTCATCAAGAAAAAAATAATCTTGATAGTGAAGTATTTATCAAATTCTCCGAAACTATTAAGTACAAAATATCATCAAAACATTTCAAACATCAATTTGAAGTATTTAGAATTGGCGAAGAAGAATTCTTTGGATGTGTGTCAAGATTCCATTTACCATGTGTTAGATCTTATTATAATGGAGACAAATGTTATATGTTACCATCAGCGATTACAGCATATCAAACATTAACAAATATAGATTTTAAATATTTTGTGGGTACATCCGATCCAATCCATATCATAGATAAATACAGAAAACGAGGATACGGAACGATTCTAAATAAATCTGAAATTAAAAATTATTTATCATACATTGCATCATTTGATAAACGTAAAAAATCATACCAAATAAATGTTACAGAAGATAACGTTTCTTCTTTAAAATCAATAATAGGTCCTCTTGATGTAAATCATGCATTCTTTAAACCAAGGAAATTTATTCCAGAAGATTTTACGGTAAATAATAATATTAAATTAGATTACAGTACTCCTAAACTTGAATATATAAATTCCAATATTATAAACGATTATTACAAAAAGAAATATTCTAAATCAGTTGATGTATCTTCATATAAACACATTAACTCAAAAGGTTATATCGAACCCTTAAAAAGATGGATCATTGACGCAGTATATGATACACTAAATTAAAAATTGATTAATATTTAAACTATTTAAATATTAATTAAAGATTATTAATAATTTATTAATGACAACAGTAATTGAATTTTACGTTTCCGATAAATCAAGAAAAGAGGTTTTGTCTAATCTTCGTGAATATTTTGATAAAAAAATATGTAAAACAATAGAAAAAGGTATTTATGATTATACCAAACAATATTGTAAAAATGATAATAATATGAATTTTTCACAATCTGTTTATAATGATTGTTATAGAAATTTAGCATTTAATTTAAAAGAAAATTGTGACACAATAAAAGAAATAAAACAATTAATTTCAGAAGATAAATATAATGCCTATAATTTAGCATTTTTAAAACCAGATGAACTTAATAAAGATAATTGGATAAAAATTATATCACGAAAGAAAACCACAGAAGAAAAACTCAATGATCTTCCCGCTGTTGAATGGAAACCTTGTAGAGCATGTAAAAATACGGAATACTTTTATCGTCAACTTCAAACTAGAAGTGCTGATGAACCCATGACAACATTTTACACATGTAAAAAATGTAATAAAACTTATAAAGTTAATAATTAAATCAGAGGTTAATGGATCAATATATATATATATATATAATCTCAAAAAGTCAATAAAAATTGATTATAAAATCCATATTTATTGAAATAAAGGTTAATTAAGTATATATACTTAATATATATATAATGTCACAACCCAGAAATAAGACTTCTGAAACCAGAACTAGAAAACCTGCATTTGTTAACTATTATATCGAGGAAGATTATGATGAAGTAAAGGAAAAATTACCTGAAATAATTAGACAAGCTAGAATAAAAGCAAGTCAAGTTATGGAACCAACTATTGATGAAAAAAAGCAAGTTATGGAAGTTATTAAAGATTTTATAAGAGATAAAAAAAGGAAAGTTTATGGAGGCACTGCTTTAAATGAAACTTTAAAAGCGGTTAATCCTTCTGACGCAATATATGATGATTATTTTTTTTCAGACATAGAATTTTATTCTCCCAGTCCAGTACCTGATCTAAAAGAATTATGTGATATTTTATACCACAAAGGATACGATTTTGTACAAGGAAAAGAAGCACAACATGAAGAAACATATTCAATATTTGTTAATCTTCAATTGTATTGTGACATAACTTATGTTCCTACTCGAGTTTATAATGGTATTAAAACAGTTGAAATTGATAGAATCAATTATGTTGATCCACATTTTATGTTAATAGATTATTTAAGAATGATTAATCAACCACTTACAGCTGCAGAACAAAGATGGGAAAAAGCTTTTGATAGAATGTATAGATTATTAAAAAATTATCCAATCGAAAAATATGATAATTCAATAAAATTTTCCTCAACACCTCGTGACGATATAATTATGTATATGAGTAAAATAAAAAACGAATTTCTAAAAATTCCAATAGTACAAGACTCATGCTTAATAAGTGGATTTGAAGCTTATAATTTCTTTATTAAACATGCATTAGCCGATAGAAATGTAGAACAAATGGCTAGAACTAGAGAAAATATCTCTTCACTTAAGAATTTTATTGTTACTGTTCCATTTTTAGAATTAATTTCTGTAAAATATAAAGATACAGTCCAAAGATTGTATACTTTTTTAAGAGATCAAGTTGTTGATCCCGCAAAGTTATCAATTGAAGAATATTTTCCGTTATTTCAATTTACGGGTTATTCAGTTAGCATTAATTATGATAATATGCCAATTGTAAAAGTATATGAAGCAGATGGATATTGTGTACCTGATATTAAAACAACATTAGGATATCGATACGTATCCTTTCAATATATATTAATGACTTTATATATAAATAAATTCAGAGCGCATTTGGATAAAAATAAAATAATGTATTTTAATTATGGTATTTCCATAAGTAATTTAGTAAGAGCTAGAAATATTTATTTGAGTCAAAATGATAAAGGTGTCATTAATGATACAGTATTTAGTGAATTTAGGATTGGATGTATTGGTACTACCATAAGTTATTCAAGAATGAGTAGATTACGTATGTTAGAGAAAAAAAGACAAGGTAAAGTTATCCAATTTGTATATACACCAAAACAATATTTTGAACAAACACAAGAACAACAAGAAAATTTTGATGCTTCCATAAAAAGATATAGATTTAGAAATACATCAGGTAATCCAATTCCAACGGTAACTCCTAAATATTTATTATTTAAGATAGATGATAGAGGAAATATAAGTGAACAGACTTCGACAGAAGAAGCTTATATTGATGAAGATACTAATAACGATAATAATACAACAACTATATCATCATCAGAGTAAAAAAATTGATAAATAATATAGTTGATTTAATATTTAATTATTTGTAAATAATTAAATATTAGATAATGTCTGTATCTAAAGAATATTATGGTTTCCCATATTGCCAATATCCCTGTACTTATTATGATAAATTATTATATTATTCTAGTAAAACGACATGTTTTTTTATGAAATTATGTGGTATTGGTGTTTATTCAAAATTAATATTTGGACACAATCATCATTCTATAATAAATATAAATAATGCTACAAATGTAAAGATAAATGAGATGAAAAAATATCATAAATCTAAAATTAAAACAACTTTAATATATGGTATTGTTGGGGGATTAGTAGCTAGTCCAATAATAATGGGACTATATCATTATAATTATATCAATGATAGTTATTTATTAACAGGATACAAAAGTATCGCGATTATATTTTCACATAATATTTATAAAATCATTGCTCATATTTATAATAATATACAATTATCTATTAAATATAATATTTTAAGTCATGGAATTAAAATAATGAATCATGTTGAAAATAATAATATTACACATAAAAATATTTCCAAAAAAGAAATAAGACTAAATATACATAAAAATATTAATAAACAAAAAACGCAATGGATTAAATATTGTTCCAAGAATGAAATAAATAATTATTGTATTTTTAATTCATACTACATAAATTTAATGTGTAATTTTGAAAATGAGTATTTAGCTGATGAATTTATGGAAAAATTACAACAACTTTCAATAATGCAAATAGATGATATGGCAAAAAATACAAATATTTTGGATAAAATGAGAAATGATTTTATTAAAGACAAAATGTATATTTATTTAATGAATAAGTATAAAAATATATATAAATCAGCTGAGATTAATCAATAATAATAAAAATTGATTAATTATTATTATTATTATGTTGATGATATAAAATGTTAATTATAATTAATATTAATGAATTATAATTATGACTACGATTATAACAATGTAATCAATTATCCATATATTGATTACATTATTAAATGTTATGTTCCTGAATTACAATACGATGAGAACAAATCAAAAAAAGTAAATATGGAACTTTTTGAAGAATCTATGATGCATCCATCAATGCAATATCTTGATGATTATAAAACATACGATAGACTTGAATATTTAGGTGATGCTATATTCCACATGATTACAACAGAATATTTTTATAAAAGATTTAGGGAAGATAATGAAGGTTTTTTAACTAGGTTAAGAATAAGAGTAGAAAGAGGTGATTCTATGGCTGATTTAACAAGAAAATTAGAACTTGATCAATTTATTCAATTAAATGGTATTATATTAAATGATCACATATTAGAAGACGTATTTGAAGCTTTTATAGGTGCGTTTTATTTAAATTTTGGTATTAAATACACAAGACTATTTATAATTAATTTAATAGAACGCTATAAAGATTTATCTGAATTAATAGCATATGATGATAATTATAAAGATATGTTATTAAGATATTTCCACCAAATGAGATGGGGTCATCCGAAATATAAAGAAGTTATTACCGGTAAAAATAAATTTGAAAGTAGTATTTGTAATCCTTTTGGAAAAATATTAGGTGTTGGTATTTCTTATACTAAAAAAAAAGCAGAACAATTGGCATCAAGAAAAGCTTTAGAAAGTTTAGGTGTTATTATTAAGGGAGAATTAGATGTTGATTGGATAAAAAAAATAGATAAAATAGATAGACAAGCTAAAGAAAAAGATAAAACAGATAAAAAACCATTACCAGTATTTAATCCAAAAAATAAACTTTTGAAAAAAACGGATATTAAAAATATATTATTAAATTATAACGTTATACTAAATAATGATATTAATATCAAGTTATTTCACGAGGCAATGACGCATAGATCATATCTCATTAGAAAAAATATGAGTCCCGAAGAAAAATCATTCTCTAAAAATTGTGTAAAACTACAAAAAAAATCAAATGAAAGATTACAATTTTTAGGTGATTCAGTAATACATTTTGTTGTAGGAGAATCATTATATCATAAATATCGCTCTTCAGATGAAGGATTTTTGACAAGATTAAGATGTAAATTAGAAAATAGAGATTCTTTATTTTATCTTGCAAAACAAACTGATATTAGTAATTATTTACTAATAAGTCAAACAATAGAAGTATTGCATGGAAGAAATAATATTAATATAATTGGTGGTGGATTTGAAGCATTTATAGGTGCTCTTTATTTAGAGACAGGCTTACAAATAGCCAAACAATTTATATTGGAAGTAATACGAGTAGAATTAGATCTTGACAAGATTGCGGAAAATGAAACCAATTATAAAGATCTTGTTCTACAATTATACAATAAAAATCATTGGGGACATCCCATTTATAAATTATTGAGTGAAAAAGGTCCAGACCACAAGAAAAAATTCACAATGGGTATTTATCTTAATAATAAATTGGTTGGTAAAGGTACTGCATATTCAAAGAAAAAAGCAGAACAAATAGCTTCCAAAAAAATGTATCATAAATACATAAATGATTAAATAATATAATTGTATAATAATTATAAAAATAGTTATTTTACATTTTGGAATATGTTCCTATGTGTAAAGAATACTTTAGACATTTTTGGTATATATATACATAAATATACGCGTCATAAAATCTGTTATTATTTTTTAATCAAAATATAGTACGAAAAATATAAAATATAATTTTATAACTTAATATAGTTATAATTTAACGAGACGATATTTGATATTTAGTTCGAAACTGAGAATCAAATATAAACAATATAGATTGTGTTAAGATTTTTTTTTACCTCTAAAAAAAATTATAAATTTATCTACTTAAAGTATATACAATGCTTTCAAACGTGGGACATTCTATTCAGAAAATGATGAATAATATACCAGTGGCAATTACAGCCAATGAAACAACTTCATCCGTTGTTACAAGTGGTGGTAATGTATATCAAACTGGTTTAATTGGTGGAAAAATTCATTATTCATTCCATGAAATAGTTACCAATCAAAATATTGTTGGTAAAATTGTTGATGCCAAAGCTGTTGAAGATAAAATTTATTTACTTAATGCTGCTGGTTCAGTCTTCGAATATGCTTATAATGCAGGTACATGTGCTCCTCTTATTCGCGAAGTTTATTCACCTGCTGCTTGCGGTGGTGATAAAGCCAAAAAAATCGAAGCTGGACGTGCCCACATTTTAATTCTAACTGAAGAAAATAAAGTATGGGGTGCCGGTGATAATGAAAAATATCAACTTGTACCTCAAGGACAATGCAGATATGACACTGCTGTTGAAATTTTAGTAACTGATACTAACTTACACGACAACGAATGTCCTGGTTCATTCACAGGTATTTTTAATGAACTTGAATGTCCTGTCATTCCTGTTTGTGAAAAAGACCACAATGATATTTCCTGTGTCAAGAAGAATTTATGTGACGTCCATCTTGGTTACATAAATGTTAACTGCACAGTTATTAATCCTCCAGGACAAACTGGAACTCTTAGTGTACCAGTTTATGGTGATCTTAACTATGTTGGTTTCTTATGTGTTGACCATACTGGTTGTGCAACAGGTTCAGTAACATATACCGTTAATAGACTCTACATTAAATGTGGTTGTGCTCTCGGTAAATTTACTTACAAAGATAATTGCGGATGCCATGTTCGTGAAATTAATCTTTCAAGCACAAAAGAAATATTATTATTTGAAGCTAATCCCTGCAATGTTGCTAACACAGATTTATGTGCCAGACCAGGTTCATCACCTATTACAGGAACCACTCAAATTAATGGTAAATGTGGAAGTTGTGTAGTTGCTAATGTAGATGTTCCTTGTGATCTTCGTCTTCCAACTGTTCATTACGATTATGAATGCACAACAATTGTTCTTGATCTTCAAGGATGCAGAACAAGTATAACTGCTCTTTGTGATGCTACTATTTGTGATCACACTGGTGAAGGAACAAGTATTGATCTTGATTTTGATATCCCTCTCGATTGTGAAGCTCCCAAAGTTATTAAACCTGTTGTAGAACTTCCTCAACCATGCTGGGCTAATATTTATGCTGGTTTTGATACTAGTGTTCTTGTTGATAATTGCAACAGAATTTATGTATTTGGTTCTATTCATGAAATAAGAAGCAATAAAGATCTCCTCAAGAAATCATGTTTAGAAGAATTATTAAATAAAACTAATGCCTCTATCAGCTTCCCAGCTGATCAACTTAACTGCGGTAATAGACTTGTTAGAAATGATAATTGTCCATGCCCTAAATGTCGCGAAAAAGAATTCAAGACTGATCTTAATAAATTCGGTATTCATTTAAGCTTCCCTAATGGTGGAGATGATGAATGCAATAAATCTATTAACGTATGTGATTTCTTACAATCACTTAAAAGATGTAATGAAGCTCAAGGATGCGAACCCACTTGTGAACCATGTGATAGCTATATTTATCTCAACATATCTGGAAATTGCGGTTGTCCTTGTGGCGCTCCCTCTGCACAATCTATTGGTTCCATAACCTTATTCAACAAAAAGAGCATTTGTAAATTAGTAAGTCAAGGCTGTCCTGATACTAAATGTCTTGGTGTTGATCCTAATACTATTGTTGAATTCGATCTTAATAAATATTGCATTGATACCACTGATATTCCTCTTGATAAAATTGTCAAACTTGAATTCTGCAATGATGGTCCTAATGTTAATGTATATTTAGATATTGATAAACCTGGTGGTATTAAATTTACTTCAAATGGTAAGAAATGCAATGTTGAATTTACTGTTAGTGCTAGCACACAAAATCATCAATATTTACTCAACTATGGTTCTATTCTTGACCCTGTTGAATTAACCAATCTTAAATATGCTCTTTCTCTTGATTGCTATTATCCCTGTCCTAAATTCAAAAATCCTTTCGATACTAAAATTACTAACACTTATCTCAGAGGCGGTGATCGTGTAAGATTTGTTGTCAGCAATCCTAAAAATATTCGTCAAGCTATAACTCCAGATATTCCTACTGTTTTCCGTCTTAATAGAAGAGTTATTGACGTTGGCGTAGGTTATAATAATTTAACTGTTCTTGTTGGTGGATTAGCTTGTCCTAACGAATTATTTGCTCTTGGTAATAATTGTCATGGTGAACTTGGACTTGGTACTAATGAAACTGTCGTATCCTGGAGACAACTCAATAGATGCATTTTTGATTGTCAAGTAAATAAAGTATTCTCAGGTAAATATGTAACATTCTATGTCACACAATCTAATCAAGTATACAGCTCTGGTCAATGGAAATGCTTCGTCAATTCTAATTCACCTACTGTAGTTAAATCAATTTGCCAAGCCTGGAAGATTAGTGATATGGCTATTACCACAAATCAAATATTATTATTAGGTGCTGATGGATGTATTTTCGGTCTTGGTGATAATCATCTTGGCGAACTTGGTCTCTGTCATCTTGATTGTGTCACTAAACCCACACCTATTGCATTCTTCTATAAATTAAGCAGTCACGCTATTAAACAATTTAATGATAACGTAGCTCATCCCGTTGAAAGAAACCATAAAAAATCACACAAACCCAAACATGATAATGATTACAATGGTCATGATAACAATAATTATGGACCTGGTCCTTATGGTCCTAATCCCTATGGTCCCAATGCTTATGGTCCTTATGGTTATAATAAACAATCACGTGGTAATAAAAAATATTCACCCAATGGTAGAATTTATTCATGCAAACCTAACAGATATTAAATAAATTATTTAATAATTATTCCTGCCAATTTTTATTAAATAATCTCGTATAAAAATATATATAAATGACTCACGGTTCAAAGAACAGACCAACTTATGGACGTCCTTATCCAGTTCACAAAAATGATGATAATTGCCATTGCAAATCAAATAATTTTTTCAACTTCCCAAATTTTAACAACAATAATGTTTTCCCTGATTTTATAAATAAGGCTCCTTTTAATTGGGCAAATAATGATAATTTCTGTAATTTTTCACCATTCCAACAACAACAAAATTCACATCCTGTTGTATATCATAAACACCCAGAAAAACATCATCATCACCATCATCATCATTATCATAAAGCTAAACCTGCTCAAAAAAATTGCCATTGTTAATTATAAATAAATATAAATTTACATATAATCGCTAAATAAGCGTTTGTATGTTCATATTAGTGGCAACATATTTATTAATATCTCACCATCATAATATAGTAATAATAATGTCAATAATACCAGATATTATGAAGTCTTTATCAAATGATATACAACTTACTTTTGAGGAATTGGTAAAGTTGTTATTAAGAAAAACATTAAAGCCTGTACTTAATCCTTTAGGAAATAGCAAAATTATTTATAATAATTATAAAGGTAAATATGAACGTGGTTTAGTTAAATCTGTACCAGACGATAATATTAATAAATATAGTTATTCTATGACTCAAGAAAGTTTGGGATGGAATGATGATATTCTCGTAAATTTTAAAATTGTTCCAAAAGTTTCCACAACAAATATTACAAGAGGATCAGTATGTCCTAAACCATGCAATAAAACTTGTAATAATACCAAAGCCAAATCAAAGATTTATTTTTCACATAAAGAATCAAAAGATTCGGCATCAGTAAACAGACAATTATCTTCCAAACAATATAATAAGATTCTATCATTGGTAAATTCTAGAAATACCAATGGTGTTATTGGTAATAAAAGAGCTAATTTTTCTTATACTTCTGATATTCCTTATACATATTCATTTAAAGAACTCCAAAATATTGGTCAAGATATAATAGATCAGACTGATCCCTCTATACTTGGAAATGATTCAGCAAAAATGTCAACGGCAATGTTACGTGTCAGATTATATAATCTTGAACAAAATTTATCTAGTTTGTCAATTGAACACCCTAACATTTTTGATGCTTATATTGAAATGATAAGAATTATTAATTCTGTACCAAAAAAGAAAATGCCAATTGTAATAAAATTAATTGCTTCACTCACTTATCAGAAATGGCCTGAATTAAATAAATCACAACAAGAATATTATTTATCTTCACTTGGATATGATTTTATTAAAACTTTTGATTCTAATGAATTGGTAACAATATTATTACAAAGTGATTCTTCTGAATGGATATTAAAATCATCATATTTATTTCCCCTGATAAAAATGCTTTTTATTGTTTTTGGATATAGTAAATTAACACCTATAATTATTGATGTTGGAAATACTGAACAGCAAAGACAACAACGTCAAAGATTAAATAAATATTTAGAAAAATATAAAGGCGCAACAATAATAAGAGAGCAAAATTATTATGATCCAAAATGCATTGAAGATATTAATGATCTTCAAACTGCTGAAAGAGGAAACGTGACTGATTCAGAATATGAAAGTGAATCTATTCCAGAATTTGTTGCTACTAAACCAGTTCCTAAACCTGTTGATTTTTGTATATATAATTTTATAAGATTATTTGGTGATTTATATCCTACAATTATAGGATTGATGGGTGGTACAGAAAATTTCCCTCCGGAAGATATGGAAATAAGTTGTAATGATATATTACCCTGTTATGATGGTTTAATGACACTACCTGAATATCTTTGGAGGTTTAATGATTATTCATACTGTCATTATCTTGAATACGTTTATTCAAGAAATATGCACAACGCAATAAATAGTAAAGTTAATGAAAAAACAAAATATTTACAATCAATATAATAAAAAAAATTTAAAAATTAAATAATAATGATATTTAAGGTTTAAATATCATTATTTTGTATAGAAAATGAGTAGTGCTAATGGTTTTTTATATCGCAAAATAAAACAAATATTTTTGGATGATATGAATAATATATATATACTTGACAAGAGAAATATTTTATATTTGTGTAAAAACGATAAATTTTATCCATTTATTTTTGATTTTGAAAAAATTTTTAAATGTTTTATGATTGATAAATATACTTATATTGTTTATCATGACAATACTATCAGTATTTTTGATGAAAATTTAATAGAAATAAATTTATCTTATAGTAGATTGGTTAGAAACAATATATCTGATGTGCAATATTATTCTGATGATCAAATTGTAGTTATTCTAGAAGAAGGGCAAATTTATATTAATTTTGATATAAGTAATTTAAATATGAATTATGAAATTAAAACTCTTAATAATCCTAGAACAGGTAATATTCCATACAATAAGATTAAAATGGTAAAAAATTTACTGTTTGCTCAAAAAAATAATATCATTGATATTTTTAATGTGTCACAGGATGGTGTTGCTTATATAAAAACAATAAATTTATCTATTTATCCAGATGTAAATATAGTTGATGATTTGGATTTTGTTTCTATTATGACAATTAATAATATTAATTCCTTAATGAAAAATAATTGTTGTCCTTTTATTAATAATGAAATTTATTTAAATAAAGGATATTGTATTTATAAAGCAAATAATTTTTTAGTGTGTTATTATGATATAAATATATTTCAAGAGGTTATAAAACCTTTTACATTACTAATACCACAAGAAAAAATACAAACAGTAAAATATCATGATAATAAATATGTTATGACAATTATATTTGAACCACATGACGAAATGGAATTAGAAACTAATAATGATTTTTATGTTTTATTATACAAAAAAAATTATTATAAAATTGACGATAAATTTGAAAAAATTATATTCGACGAAGATTTAATAAATTTTGATAATTTTTATGTTGATAAGGATGATAATATAATTTCTCTTGATCTAAATTATCAGGAATCTATTGTTGATCAATTATCATCTATAATACCAAATCTTTATAGATTAAATTTTGAAAGTGTTTATCAATTTGAGCAAGTGAATGATTATGGAAAAGTTATAAGTTATGGCGATGGTGTAACAAGACACGTTTATAATAATTTAAGACAAGAGATAGATGATCTTTTAAAAAATAATTTAGAAAAATTGGATAAGAAGAAAGCATTTAAATTAGGACAGTTGATATATTTTGCAAACACTGATGGTGGAGAATTTTTTAATAATATACATCCTTATTTTTTTTATTTAATGTCAAATAAAGCAGATTTTGAGTTATTAATAAGAAAATTTAAATCAGAAAGTTATGAATTATTTATGAAACAATATGAACAATATTCAAAAAATCCTGAAATGTTAATTGATTTAGGAATTGAAAATAAAAATTATTTGGAATATATTTTTTCGTCTGATTTGTGTGATAATCAGATTGAATTGTATAAATATATTGTGAAGGGATTTAAATATTTATACAAGAGAAATAGTAATTATAAATTTTTAAAAAAATGTTGTATACCTCATTTAATTAATAGATTAGTTTCATCAGGTTTATATGAAATAAGCTTAAAAATATTCATAAAAAATAATAAAGTAGATTTGGAACGTTTTGATGATTTCAAAAATATTTTTATGAATATATTTTCAAAATTATCACCAAAAGAAATATCTATTTTTTCCCAAAATATTACAGGAAGTCAATATTATTTTGGAGATATCAATATTATTTATGCCTATAAAAAACCACAAATAATTGAGTATAAAGTATTCGACGAAAATGAAATTTTACAAAATACAGGAAACGACATTTTACCAATAGAGACAATAAATAGACCCATTGTAAAAAAAGATACAAAACCAGAATATCAGATTAGTACTTGTGCCAGAGAATTGATGATATATGTTGAACCATCGGAAAATAATATACAAAAAATAATAGATTGCTTAATTATTCAAGATAATTATTTAAAAAATTGAAAAAATCATAATAATTATTAAATTTGTCTTATTTCATGATAATTATCATATAAATATCATGAAATATATAAAAGAAAAATATACAAGCAAAAAACAAGTATTATTTATTAATAATGATAATCAATTATATTTATATGGTTATAAAGCTCATGATATTTTAGGTATTGTGGTTAAAAAATTACCTGATAATGAAATAACAGGTCCTTTTTATACTGGTATAACACTTGATAAAGATGATAATATCAAGAAATTTTATTATCGAGATTTTTATATAATAATATATACAGAAAAAGGCAAATTATATTTTTCTAGAAGTATAATTTCAAAAAATTATATACCATTCATAAAAGGAAAAAATAATAATAAATCAGAAAATAATTCTGAATCTGATTCCGAATCAGAAAATAATGAATCTAATATATTTATTGATTTAGATTCTAGTTCTGAAGATGATAATAGGTCAACGATATCTATTGTAACCATAGTTGATGATTCCGATAGTGATGATGAAAATAATAATGATGATGAAAATAATGATGATGATGATGATGATACATCAGATTCAGAACAATATTATGATTTTTTTTATTATAAACATTTGCCAAATTTAGAATTTGATGTTGAAAATGAAAATAAATTAAAATTATTAAAAAATTATAGTGACCAAGAAATTAATGATTTCAAAGAAATGAAAATAGACATGAAATTAAATAATGAAAATGATGATAATATAAATGTTGAGTATAATTTCGCGTATAGAAATTGTGTTGATTTATTTGGTGAAAATGTTAAAAATGTTACATTAATTGGTAAATATTTATTTTTTAACATAGGCAAAAAAATATTTATATTTAATCCTTTAAATTCTGATAGTTGTTGTATTGAATCGATTTTTTTGTCAATGCGACCATTATTAGTTCAAAAAAATAAGATTATTGGGGATATTAGATATACTTATCATCAAGTAATATTTCCATTTAACATTGATAATATATTTTTTTGCGAGAATTTTATTTATTTTGTGTCTAATAAATATCATAATGTGTTACTTAATAAAATTACGCCCGAAGGCATTAAAATAGAATGGATACATTTTATTACAGAAATAAATTTTACTGTATCAGATTTATATATTTTAAATGAAGAATCTGACATATTTATAAAATGTGGTATTATTGTATATAAATATTATCAGAAAACTAAAAATTTGGAAAAATTTTTAGAACATGAAAATGTTTATTTTGAAAAAAATGATAAAGGAAAAGAAATAATACTTTGTAAAATTAATGAATCAGTATATTCATATCAGTATAATTCGTGTATTTTAAAAAATATATATCAGGGAAAATATTTTAAAGAAGTCCAAGATGTACTTGATATATCAACAGAAGAACCACAAAATGTTGTTTTAATTAGAGGAAATGAAAAAAAATTAATGTTTATTGAAGATAAACAATTTTATTTAAATGTGGATAAAATTATTTGTTATGGTCATAAAATATATAGATATGTCGTATTTTGTTCTGAAAATAAAATATATTTTATATGTTCAAATGTAATATCAAAAAAGAATAAAGGTAATTTAAAATTATATAAAAGATTTCACACAAAGAATAAAGTATGTACATACCACGTGTATTTTTATGAATTACCTTTCACAGTAACCAATGTCACAATTAATAATGAAATAATATTATTTAAATCAAGTGAAAAATATTATTATTTAGAATTGGATGCAAAACCTAATTTTTTGGAAATAAAATTTGATATCGATTTAAGATGTTTTGATGATTTAATTGTTAAATCAATTGTGAAAAGAGAAATAGTTGATGATTATGATGATTTCATATCATTAAAAATAGATAGTAATTCTAAAAGGATTTCTGAACTAGACAAAATGTTAGTTCTTGCGGAATCTGTCAAAAAATACACAGATATAGGTTTAACATATGTTAATGGAGATAATGTAGGTTCTGGCGATGGATGTAAAATCCAGTTTATGAATAATGCTCTCAAACTTTTTAAAAATAAATATTTAATAGAATTTGGTTCAAGAACCAAATTTAATATAGATGAATTGTCCATTTTTACTGATAATGAACTAACTTATATTGGTTCAATGTTACATATGATAATGTATCATACAAGAAATAATTTATCTATAAGACTACCAATAACTTTATTAACTGCAATATTAAAAAGATCTCCAACAATTGAAGAATTAGAATTTTTTGCTTCAAAAGAATTTAAATCTGTTTTTAATAAAATATACGAGTCTAAAGATAATATTGAATATATTCAGTCATTAGGATTTGAAACTTATTATGATTGTTTACGAAATATGTGTGGTTATTATAATGATGATCAACAAATAAATAATCAGGTAAAACACATATCGAGAAAAATAGCTGATGGTTTTATGGAATTTGATATCATTATAAATTTAAGAATAATGAATCTTCCAACACTAGATTATTACATTTCAGGAGATTATTCATTGGATAGAAATAAATTAATAAAAAATCTAAATATTACATTTAATGGTTCCAAAAGTAAAAAATACAAAAAAATGATGGAAAATATTATTAAAGATTTACCAGAAGAAAAACTTGTGATTTTATTAGAAAATTGGTCATCAAATAATATTATTCAAAATAATGAATACAATGTGCATATTTATAAATCCAAGTGCGACATTAAATTTATGACATGCAATACTGAACTACATATAAATAATGATATGTTATTACTTGAAAATAAGGATCTTTTTACCGAATTATTAACTAGTCCAATAAATAGCTTTAAAGATTAATATTGTAGAATGACAACTAACATGTTTTTTAAAAAATATAATAATAATTTGTAAAAAACATTTATAATTAATCTCTCGATATTAATATAACAATATGGCAACTAATTCTCAATCTGATAAAAATAGATATGTAGATCTTAAAAGTAATGGACGAATATTTCCTATTTGGATTTTACATAATTTTAAACAATATAAATTACCCGAAATCATAAGAAAGGAAAATGAAGATCCATGTAATGTTACAACAAAATTAGAATTAAGGAAATATCAAGAATTTATAGGAAGATATTTAGGTCCTGGATCTCCATATAATTCAATTTTATTATATCATGGTTTAGGTTCTGGAAAAACTGCAACAGCTATTAATTTAATGAATGTATTATATAATTATAATCATGATTACAATTTCATTGTTTTAATTAAAGCATCTCTTCGTGATGATCCTTGGATGAAAGATTTAAAAACTTGGTTAGGCAGAGATGCCAGTGAACAAAATATTGACAATGTTTCTAAATTAGCCAGATATTCAAGAATACATTTTGTTCATTATGATTCACCATTCGCAAATCGTGATTTTTTAGCAGTCATGAAATCTATTGATATTTCTAAACCAACAGTGTATATAATTGATGAGGCTCATAATTTTATTAGAAATGTTTATTCCAATATTAATTCAAAAATTGGTAGAAGAGCTCAGGATATATATGATTATATAGTCAAAGATAAAAGAGAAAATTCAAACACAAAAATAGTTCTCATTTCAGCGACACCTGGTATTAATACTCCTTTTGAATTATCCTTGATGTTTAATTTATTAAGACCAGGTTCATTACCAACATCTGAAGCGGAATTTAATAGATCATTTATCACAGAATCAAATTATCCTATTCTTAATCCTTTAAAAAGAAATATGTTTCAAAGAAGAATAATGGGACTAGTATCTTATTATATTGGTGCGACTCCTGATTTATATGCAAGACAAGAACTCAAATATGTCAATTTACCAATGTCAGAATACCAATATGGTATTTATAGAATTTTTGAAAAACTTGAAGCTGAAATTCAAGCCAGAGCCAGAAGAAACAGAAGACAATCGCAATTATATAGAACTTATACACGTCAAGCATGTAATTTTGTTTTCCCTTATGTAAATGCAAATGTTAATGGTGAATTAAGACCAAGACCAGGAAAATTTAGATTAAGTGAAAAAACTGCAGATAATTTTGAAAAAGGGAAAGCAGCAACAGATAGTGAAGAAGAAAGAGAAATATTAAATAAATATGCCAAAACCATAGAATATTTTTTAGTAGAAACAGAAAAATATTTTCAATCAATACATAAAGCTGATTTAGAGCGTGGAAGGACTATATTTGATGATTTAAATGACTTTAAAACTGGTTTCAATAGTGTTTTCAATGGAGAATTTCTAAAATATTATGAATCTGATTATAAAAAATCAGGATTATTAACAGAAATGTATAATTGTTCTCCGAAAATGACAGCCATTACATTTATGTCATATATTTCTCCGGGTAAAGTAATGATATATTCTAATTATGTAGTTATGGAAGGTATAGACGTTATGAAAATATATTTGAGATTAGCAGGTTTTAATGATTATACTATATCAAAAGATAATATGGGTTTTTGTGAATATCATGGACGCATTGATCAAAATGATCGAGTCAAAATTAAAAATATGTTTAACGACAAGAATAATATTTATGGTACAAGATGTAAAATTATTATGTTATCTCCATCCGCAACTGAAGGTATACAATTACTTAATATCCGTCAAGAACATATAATGGAGCCATATTGGACAGAAGTAAGAATTCAACAGGTAATGGGACGTGGAATAAGACAATGTTCACATAAAGATTTACCAATGTCCGAACGTGTTGTAAATATTTATAGATATAAAGTTGTTAAACCCGCTAAATTAGATCCCGATGATACTGTAAGAATAACAACTGATGAATATGTTGAAGATCAAGCAAAAGCTAAAGCAAATTTAATTGAATCGTTTTTAAGTGCTATGAAAGAAGTAGCTATTGATTGTGAATTATTTAGAGAACATAACATGATGTCACAATCATATTATTGTTTCCAATTTCCAGAAAATGTTGTCATGAGTAAAAATGTTGGACCCGCATATCGTGAAGATATTAAAGATGATGTAAAATATGATTCTGGTTTAAATGCTAGAAATTCTCATGTCGAAAGAATACGTGTCATAAAAATAAAAGCTGTGTATTCTCTTAATAATGATCCAAATAATCCTAATTATTCTCAACCGGATAATTATTGGTACGATAAAAAAACAGGAATAGTTTATGATTATGAAACACATTACCCAATAGGTAAAATTGAACTTATTGATAATATACCTAATAAGTTAGACAAAGATACATACATTATGTCCATAGAAGTTGGAATTCCTAATATTGGTACTACAGTCAACCCATAAAAAATTGAATAATATAACTTATTATTAATATTATATTATTATTTTATTAATAATGTCATCCAATCAAAAAAAATATAAGATTAATAGTAAAATCATATCAGATCGTTACTATGAATTTATATTTGACATATTTGATTATTTAAAACAACTTGAAAATGAATTAGAATGGTTAAGTGATAAAATATGTTTTAATGTTTCACAAAATGTAGATATAGGTATATTGTGTAAATCACAATTTACCGGAAACATATTATTATTATTTTTAGAAATCATACGAACAAAAAATTTAAATTTATTCATTAATATTTTAGAACAAAAAGAACACTTTGATCTTACTATTTCTCAAATAATGGAAAATCTTAGTGGATATATAAATAATAAAACTATTTGTCACGATTTTATTGATTTCAAACAAAATAATACAATATATAGAGGTTTAACTTTAGTAGAATTGGAAGACATAATTAATAAAATGATAAATGCTGAATCTACATACAATATTATATTTGATGGCAATTTAGTTGTTTAATAAATTAACATTAATTAAATATTAATTTATTAAGTCTTGGTTCAACTACTCCGACTTTAAAATGTAAATGATGTTGAAAAATAGGATTTAATGGATGAAATAGATTATGACGAAAACATTCAGTATCTTCATCTCCCATAGGATCTTCACATGTACATTCCATATTTGACATAATAGATTTATCAACATGTGGACATGATAAAAGATTTCCATAAGGATCTCGAAAACTAATTTTAATTTTATCAATTTTACCTAATTGATCTTGCGGAAACATTTTTATACCATTATGTGCTTTACCAATAAAATGCGTGTTATTTATTTTTTTATCAAAATAAATAGTTGCAAAACTTTCAGATAATACATCATTAGTTGATTTATAATTAACATCTCCATAATTATCAATACATAACACTGTATATAAATTATCTGTCAAAGGTCTTGCAGTGTTTACTTTCCATCTTTCTATTATCTCATCACCAACAATATCTTTTGATAATTTAATTTGTGTATAAAAAGGTAAAATAACATGCTCAAGTTTAATATATCTAACCTTTTCTAATTTACCATTAATGATAGGATTAGGTTCTTCATAAACTTTTTTAACACCATTAATATTTTCGACAATTTTATGAAGTGGATTAAATTTAACTTCATAATGAAAAGGATCTTCGTAAATTTGATAATTTCTATCTTTACTGTCAATTAAAATAGAATATTCACGGATTTCTTCATTTAATACACTTTTGTTAATATTATTATGAAGAAGTTCATTTTTATTTATAAAATTATAATTTTGGAACATTGCTTTTGGGTCATAACCATTGACAGCCAGTGATACTGGTGTGTTAAATGATGTGTTGAAATCACCAATTGTATTATTTGGTGTTCCATAATTCATTGGGAATGGATTATTCATTATTATTATTATCAAGTTAAAAAATTGATGTTTTTAAACTAAGATATAAAATTTGGTTATATATGTTATAATAATTATAATATGGCTAATTTTGATTATTATAATTTTAGAATACAAACAGTTACTCAAAATATAAAACGTGAAATTGATTTTTATTTAAATTCAGAATTTGCGAATCAACCACCATTATGTGATTATATTGCATATTTAAAAAATAGAATAGGAACTGATCGTTTAGAAATGCCAAAGACTTACTATGATAATAATAGACTGGAAATGAAAAAAATGAATCTTGATGAATATGCAAAGGATATGGATATAATGGTATATAAAAAACCATGGAACAAATTAAAAGACTTCCATAAAATAATGAAAATAAAAGAATATGTAAATAAATTACCGTTTGGTAAAAAAATTAATAAAGAAGAAAAAGAAAAAAATATGGAATATATTAAACAAGAAATAATTAACGGTCTCAAAAATAAAAAATTTGGAAAAAATAAAAGTGAGATAATTTATAATCCAGATAATATGGAAATAACATCAATTAGTTGTGTCTATTTAAATAAAAAGAAAGGTATTTATGCCATTGATTGGGATGATTAACAAATTTATAATATCATATAAATAAAAATTGATACTTGTTTATTTATTATAAATAAATATCAATAAAAATAATTAATGAATTTAAATTATTACAATCAAGAAATAGATAGAATTCTTTGGGATGTAGTTGGTAATGATTATTTTACAGATAAGGATCTCGATGATATTATAAATTTAATAACAGAAACTATTTATCTTTATCATAAAAGCTTGAGTAAAACTAAGTTAAAAATGATTGTGCGATTTTTAATTGAATCAAAACATATTAAACAATACATTTATGATAAATCCTCTGAATTTAATATTATTAAATTAACTAAAGAAAAAAATAAAACCAATGATTATGACATTTGTTCAATATCATTTAACGAAATATTTACAACAGAAAAAATTGCATCAGATAATATTGCATCAGATAATATTAATGATAAAGTTAATTTAAATACTTATTTGGATTTAATAAGTCATAAATATGATTATGAACATAATGAATACAAAAAATCTAGATATATTAAAAGATATAAACGTGTTGAGGAAATAAAAAAAATACCACAATTTGAGCAGAAATCAAAAGAATGGCTTGATCAAAGAAATGAATGTTTAACAGCAACAGCTATCTCTAAAGCAATTGATGAAGATCCATATGAATATCCCATAGATTTATTATTTGATAAATGCGGGAAAAAACCCTTTGTAGAAAATGCTAATGTTCATCATGGTAATAAATATGAACAAATAGGTACTATGTTTTATTCATTTAGAAATAATGTTGATGTTAAGGAATATGGATTATTACAACATCGTGAAAAGAAAATGATTGGAGCAAGTCCTGATGGAATATGCGATAGTAAAACTTATCAAAATAATAAATTAAGTAAATTAATAGGAAGACTACTTGAAATTAAATTTCCCAAAACAAGACAAATCATGACAACTGGTAATTTAGATGGGGATATATGTCCACATTATTATTATTTACAAGTACAAGCTCAATTATTTGTTACAGAACTAGATGAATGTGATTTTTTACAATGTAAAATAGAAGAATATGACTCTTGGGAAGAATATATCTCAGATACCAATACTAAAATTCCTGGATTATCAAAAAAAACTAATTTAGAAAAAGGATGTTTAATTCAACTTCTCCCAAAAAAAATGATTTCCAATGAAAATGCAGATAAATGTTTGTTTAATTCAAAATATATTTATCCACCAAGACTTCATATGACTACTGATGAAATAGAAAAATGGATTTCATATGAAGTTATGCATTTCCAAAATCATGAATTGTCTTCAGAATACATGATAGATAGAATAATATTTTGGAGATTATCACAAATATCTTGCTCATTAATTAAAGCAGACACAAATTTAATTAAATCTAAATTACCAATACTCGAGCAATTTTGGGATTATGTTTTATTTTATAGACAGTATCCCGATAAATTAGAAAAATTAATGGATTTTGTTAAAGAAATTGGAAGAGAAAATTCTGCACAAATTTTTTCTAAAATAAATAAAGAATATTTGAGTGTGCATAAAAAATCAAATTATAAACCACTTTATCAGGAACCAACCAAATGGAGATTAATATATAATGAAAAAAATAAAAAATATGCTCAGTATAAAAATAAATATTATAATAAATCTAATAATTAATTAATATTAATTAATTATTAACAATAATATATTTTTTCATATTATAATATAATAATGAGTATATGCGCTCCACAAAAAAAATATGATAATAAAAATAATACTTGTTTCACTCTTGATCAATTAATAGAAATGGCCAAAGCATATAATATATATATCACAAAAAATAGATTAAGTCCAAATAATATAAAAACGTATGATAAAGCTGATTTAATATCAATACGTAAAGAAAAACCTTATCTACTTAACGAAATTAAAAAAGATTTGAAACAGTTTGTAAAGGTGATGAATTTTGTATAACACAACAAGCATTTATGAATGAAATAGTAGATGAAATGCGTGATGATATCACAGAACATACTTTTAGAACAGAAGGACCATTAGGTTCTACTGAGTGGTTAAGTACTAAAAATATTGATGGAATTATGAAACAATATGAAAAAAAATATCCAAATTTTAAATTTCTTGGCGCTGTTCCATCAAATTGTGATGAAGTATCTTTCTGTTCGTTGTATAATATAAATTTTAAAAATTTTAATGAACAAGGAATAAATTATTTAGGTATTATTTTTAATCATGATAAATATGGTCAACCTGGATCTCATTGGGTTTCTATGTTTATTGATATTAATAATGGTAAATTATATTATTGTGATTCTGCAGGAAAAGGACCCATTGGTAATATAAATAACATTATTAAAAAATTTGAACATTATTATAAAAATAAGACTGGAAGAAATATCATTTATAAATTTAATAATAAACAATATCAAAAAGATTCGTCTGAATGTGGAGTTTATTCGTGTAATTTTTTAATAAGAATATTAGCCGGTGAAAGTTTTGAGGATATTGTTAATAATCCATTAACATTTCCAGAAATAAATTCTTGCAGGAATATTTACTTTAGAAATAAAAATAGTAAATACCCACCAAATAAAATATGTGACCCTAGATAATTAATATTAATATTAATTAGCATAAGTAATTTTTAAACATATTTTAAATTTTTTATCAAAATCATAATATTGATCCAAAGCATTTTTAAAATTTAAAATTAAATGTTTTAATGTTAATCCTATTCTAGATTTTTTTATTATTTTATTTGGAGATATTTCTTTATCTGACTCTACTTCAAAAGGTTCCATAGCAGTTCCTGACAAAGAAAAATATATTTTATCTATATCCAAATTATATGATGTTGAACCAGTATATGATGTATTTTGTTTATATTTATCAATTTTATCTCTAAACCCTAAAATTGGTAATATTGTTTCTTCGACTTTATCACACAATAAATCAAATTCCATATCAAAAGTATTACTAATCGTTATTATATTATTTTTATCAACAGAAAATTTTAAATATGATGCTTGATTTGTAATACATTGAAATAATGTATCAAGTGTATAAAAACCCGGTTGTATAATAATTCTTGTTATTTGATTATTAAAATATAGCATAAATTTATTATTAAATCGCGTAATATTTTTTTTATTTGAAGGAAGGTAATAATTTACTAATGAAATTTCAGTTATTTTTTTATCTGTTTTTAATTCAATTTTAATATCTTTTAAATCATTGTAGTTATTATTTTTTAACTCGTCTGTTTCAATAGTCGGATCAATTTCTAAATTTAATTCATCCATATTATTATTATCCAATGATTTAATAATCATACCAAGTTTGTTTTTAGTATTTTTTACATCTGAATCTAATTTTTGACGATGTTTTGTTATTTTATCACGTATAATATTATGTTTCTTTTCAATTTCAATAATCATATCATGATTTCCTTCTTTTAAATATTTATTCTTTAATGCCATTAATTTTTTTGTTTCACTATTTAAAATTAATAAATCTTCATTGGTTAAATTTAAAGGATCCAAATCATATATTTTATCCGTATTTGGATCATCAATTGTTTCTTTAGAATTATTATCATGTTGTAATTCTTTTGATTCATTTGATTCATTTGATTCATTTGATATTGGATTATCGTTATAATTTTTTAAAGATTGGTCTTGAATATTATTTTCAGGTATAGTTTTATTTAATTCTTGTTGTGGTTTAATATTTTTTGTGTTATTTTTTGCCAATAATTTTTGAACTTGTTCATGATCTAATATTTCGTCAAAAACTAGATCTGGTTTTGTATTAGTTTTGGTATTTTGATTTGTTATCATACTAAACATTTGCAATACGATAGGATTGGTTAAATATGAAAAAAAATCATCAGGTTGACTAGTCTTTGGTTTATTTTTTTTGACTAAATTTTCATATTCTTCTTGTGTTATAATTGTAATATTGGATTCAGGTATTTCGGAAAAAGTTTGTTCATTATGTTTTTCAAATTTTGGTTCATTTATTGATTGAGTTCTTGATAGATTAATTTTTGGATATTTATTAGACAAGTATGTTATAAAATCATCATGACATTTTTGATTTAAAAAATTTATAGCTTGTAGTAATTCATCATTATCTTGTGGATATCTATTTATATTATTTAAATAAGTTGATAAGTTATTATATATCATTTTATAACATTTTGGAGTAGCCTTTTCGCTTATTCTATATTTTGATAATATTATTCCGACCAAATAATTAATATTATCCTCAGACAATAATCTGTTATATAATTCTGTTTTAAAGTCCATATTAATTTATTTAATATTAATATGGATTTATATCCAATATTAATAAACCCATTAAAAATTCATATTGGGCATTGACATCATGCCCATATTATTCATAGCCATATTATTCATACCCATATTCATTCCATTCATATTATTCATACCCATATTCATTCCATTCATATTTCCCATGGCACTCATATTATTCATTCCGTTCATATTTCCCATATTCATTCCGTTCATATTATTCATACCATTCATACCATTCATGCCGTTCATACCATTCATACCATTCATGCCGTTCATATTATTCATATTATTCATACCCATTGGATTATTGTTATTATTACTAGGTTGATTTGTTTCAAGATCTATCATTGCTCTTTCCGCTAATTTTTTTTCATATTCAGTTTGCAATTGCATAGATTTTTCACTTTGTCCCATCATATTATTCATACCTTGCATACCCATATTCATACCCATATTATTCATTCCCATATTATTCATACCCATATTATTCATACTCATATTATTCATTCCCATATTATTCATTCCCATATTATTCATACCCATATTCATCATATTCATAGGATTATTTAAAAGATTTGTACTTGATACAGGCATAAGTGGATTACCTGCACCCATAGAAGGAATATTAGTATTTACAGACGGTGCGCCAGCGCCTAATATACTTGCATATATATCATCAGATCCACCTCCCATAGGATTTATTGGTGTACCTAGATTAATACCCATATTATCAATACTTGCCATATTTCCCATATTACTCATACCCCCAATGCCAGTAATACCAGCCATTCCAGTAATATCTCCCATTGCACTCATATTCATTTGTTCTTGCATTTTTTTCATTAATTTTTGTTGTTTAACTTTTTCACCAGATCCATCAAGAGTAAAATCTGGTGTTTCTGGTTTTTGAGGGCCACTTTTATATCCACGTTCATTCATTAATTGTTGATATCTTTGCTCTAATTCAGATGAATTTTTTTGATTATGTGGATTATTATATAAATTTTGGGTTGCGGTAACAGGCATATTTGTTATTAAATGATTCCCAAAAGCATCTGCATAGGAACTATCTCCACTACTTCCTCCAAATCCAATATCATTTGGTTCCATTGTAAAGTTTTCATCTTCTATTATATTTTCTTTGCGTGATTTAATATGTGGTCTTTCTTGAATATGGTTTGGTCTATTTCCCCATACATCAAGATCTCTTTTCATTTGTTCCTTACCAATAAATCTTTTTTTATCAATATGTAAATCTGGATATTTTTTTGTTATAATTTCTATTATGTTTCCCACACATAGTTTATTCAAATATTTTATTAATTCTTTGAATTCTTCTTTATTTCTTGGAGGTCTATTAAGTCTACCAATATTTTTTTTCATTATATCTCTTATCATCATTTTACATTTTGGTATGGATCTATCACTTAATTTAATATTATCACAAATAATTTCAACCAAGGCATTAATATTTTTATCATCCAAACAAATTTCATACAACATATCCATTCTACCGGATTTATCCATCAATATATATATTGATACCAAACGTATTTTTTTATAATATTATAACCAAATTATTCTGCCAAATTATTTAATAAAAATTGATAAAAATAAAATATATAAAAATATAGATATTAAATATAAGAAATATATTCATGCTGATATATATACGTTGTCCCACATGTAGTCGAGTCATAAGTAAAAATCTTGATTCATATCTTGAAGATTTGGAAAATATTCGTAACAATCCTAAATACAATAAAAAAGATAAAGAAAGATTAGGTTCTGAATTACTTGTTAAATATGGTTTTACAGAAATATGTTGTAGAATAAGAATTATGGGATTGATTCCATATCATAAAATTATTCAATCATAATTTGTTAATTGATTTATATTAAATAAATTAATTAACATTCACATTCTATTTGTTTTGAAATCTTTTTTGTAACCACTTTTTTAGTTTTTATTTTGTCAAGTTTCTTTAATCCATTATATAATTTTTTATTAACATTAACTTTATAATCTAATAAAGGTCCAATAATAGTATCAACATATCCATTTATTATTATTTCACCTTGATGAACTTTGTTATGACATTTTCTACACAAAACCACAAGATTATACAATCTATTTTTATGAAGATAAGGTTTTTCTTTAATTTTTCCATCTTCCCAACAATTTTTCTGGAAATGTATGTGATGACTTTCTAATTCCTTATGATATTCCATTGTGGGACAATAATTACATATACAACATTGCCGAACAAGTAAATCTTTATTGTAATTTGATGTTTTAACTGGAATATCAATTTTATCTTCTCCCATAAGTCGTTTTTTTATTTTTTCAGCTCGTGAAATAAATTTGGCATTTTTTACAAGATATTTTGCTACCATTAAACCATATACAGAAGGTCCTGATCCAGGCATTAATCTTCTATCAAACACAATACAATCGTTTTCTTCATCATATTCTGCTCTTAAATGGAAAAAACGTAGATTTTTTAATGATTTAATTTCTTCAAGTTCTTGAATATCGTGTAAATGACTTGAAAAAATAAATGTACTATTACATTCACTTAAACTTACAAGAGCACTGGCAACAATTGCTCTCCCTGAAATATCTTCAGTACCACGGCATACTTCATCACCAATGACCAAAGTATTTTCTCCTTGACTTTCTGTTCTCATTAATATGGCATCAAGTTCTGTCATTTCAAGAGCAAAACTTGATAAACCTTTAAAAATATTATCATTACCTGTTATTCTTGCATATAAAGCCATATATGGTTCATAAATAAATTCTTCAGCTGGAACATAATAACCTATTTGAGCTAATATGATGGAAATTCCTATGGCTTTCATTAGTGTACTTTTCCCACACCAATTTAACGAGAATAGTACTACACCATTTTTACCAGGTTTCGACTCGGGAATCCCAATATCCAAATTTTCAGAAATACTAGAATTATGTGTAACCGTAAAATCACCAAGTAAGAATCTATGATTACCATCCAGTTCAAAACCACAATATTTACCTTTTCCAAGTTTTTCTATTTTGAATGAACTAATTAAATGATCTAATTTATGAGTTTTTTCTTCAGGATGAGGTCTTTTGTATTCAAGCAAAAGAGGTAATTCAGAAAAATCATTACCATATATATAAATTCTATAATAAGTACCTGTTACAGGTCCATTTTTACCATTGGTACATGTTTTAGTACATTGTTTTTTATCACACCAAAATCCAAGACTTCTAGCTAAATAAACAATATCATCAGCAAGTCTTTCATTCTTTTGGATAATATCAATACCTCTATTTTTACAATTACTACCATCTGAATCAATTAAACCAGCTAATACGGCTAATCTAACTTGTCTACTGTTGAGTAGATATTCTTCTGGAATATGTTTATTGTTTATCAGATTATACTTATTAAGTGCATTTAAATACCAATTTTTATATTTACCACCCTTTTTACTACCTGTTGAAATATCATATCGATATTCTTTACATTTTTTAACAGATATACCTGTGTTGTTAAAATATTTTTCGTAATAATCAACAATTTCCTGATCTGCTGAAGTAAAACTGGTTGAAGCACTTGTACCATCACCTAACCAATGACCAATAATATATGGATCTACATCAACTTCTTGTTCAATAAAATCAACACCAACATGATATGTATAATAGTTTATTCTCCAATGACTTGGTTTTTTCAAATAATCATCAACAGAAATATGAAGTATTTTACCTTTATCAGATTTTACTGTTTCAAGAAATTCTCTTGCAGCTTGTTCGGCTTTCTCCTTTGTTCCATATTTTTTGACATTAAAGGATTTACTTCTGTTTACATGATTTTCCATCCACATTGCTTGATACATATTCTTTTTATCACCTGCCCAACAAACAGATTTATAACCTGAACTTTTAAGACAAAGTATGTGTGATCCGTTAACTATATAAGGTTCGCCTTTCATTGGGACAATTTTATACATTTCATCTTCTCCCTTACATGTTTCTAATACATATCTTGGTTCAGAATCATCTCCCATTAACATGTCATCTTTAACAATTTCTTTGGCTTTTTTAATTCTACCATCAAACATCATTACATCTGTGTCGGGATGAAGACATCTTGCTTTTTTATTCATTTTACCATTATGAGTATTAACAACACCAGTATTAGTATTTTTTGATTCAATATTTTCATCGGGTACATTACCTAATTCGATATCATTAGGAACATATTCTGTTTCATTACATAATCTTTCAACAATAGCATGACGAATTCCTTTTACTTTAATATAACTGGCTCTTTTTTCTTTGGAAGGAATAATTGGTTTACAATAATAATAATCCGTTGCAACCATAGCACCTGATGTTAAAAAATCTATTTCTGCAATAAATCTACAAATCTTATGCATCATTATTTTATACTGAGTATAATAATTAACCATTGATTCAATAAATAGTTTTTTAGTTAATTTAGTTAATTTGGTTGTATATTTTGATAAATTAACTGTATGTTCTACCATTGGTGTAACAAAAATTTTTGTTCTTCCTTTGGGTAATTGTTTAAAAACAATATCTTCTTTGGTTAATTTTAATGAATTACCAACGGATAATTCTATTTTAATATTCTTACATTTATTTATGGCTTCTTTAAGAATTTTTTCATTAGATTTATTTATTGTGAAAAAATATCCTTCCCTTTCATTTGATTCCATTACTAAAATATCTTTATTTTTGGATTTAATACATTTTGATTCTATCAGATTTGTAAAATATTCGCTTATAGATTTAATAAGAGATCGTACATATGTAATTTGTTCTTGAACTTTATCTATGTTAGGATAAATACCCACTTTGAAAAATGAATGATCTATTTCTGTGAAATTGTTATAATTTTGTAACTTTTCAAGTTCAAATACTTTGTTATAATTTATTTGATACTCAAGAAAATCTTTAATAGTAGATTCTCCAATTATATTCTTAATTGTTTTATCATCTTTTATCAAAGTAATAATTTTGTTTGTAGCTTGATAAAATGTATCAAGTCTATAAAATTCATAAGGTACAATTATTCCCATACCCATTCTACGATGCAATCTTTCCATGTCATAAATATTTTTTAATTCTGTTTTAACTTTTTTATACAATTCATTTTTTATTAATCTGTCAATAATTTCATATCTTTTGGATATCGCTTCTTTATTATCTTGGGACATAGGATTAAGTAAATTGTCTTTTAAAAATCTTTTACCCATTGGTGTAGATGTTTTATTAATAACATCAAAGACTGATTCTATTTTATTATTGTATGAAGAAAGATTATTTGAATCAATAACATTTAATTGCTCAATAGCATTATTTCCTAAAATTAAATGTTTATTGTATAAATAAATCTCAGGATATGATAAGTTTTTCAGCAAAAGTACATTATGTTCCGCAATATATTTTAACATTATCATAAGAGATATAGTTGCATATGTTCTTTTTTGTAAATTTAAAGTTTCAATAGCTGATTTATTTTTATTTAATGTTTTTTGAACACCTAAATCAAAAATTGTTGACAAATAATCATTTTGATAGTTTATCTTGAATGTTTCTTCGTTTAATAATTTCATGTTATCTTGATTATTTTTTTTGTGATACACATAAAAATATTTATTTCTAAACTTATCTAATTCCAAATATAATTTAATATTTTTAATAGTATTTTCTTCGTATTCAATTGGATGATAATACACAACAATTTCAGTTGGTCTATATGTTTGCATTATTCTTACTAATTCGTCAAGACCAAATCTTTCATCTAGTTTACTACTATAAAATTCGTGAATAATACTAGTACCAGTACTTACATCTACAATGGTTAATCCAATCGCCATTAAGTTTTTTCCGCTTAATTGTTTTTCTTCTGAAATATATACAGACAATAAATAATTAGCATCTTGCATTTGTCTGTCTGACAAATATGTTCCTGGAGAAAATACTCCAATACATTCTCTTTCTATATTTTCACCATTTGATGTTTTTTGATCAAATAATACAACTGTATACCCATTTTCAGTCAAAGTAGCTAAATTTTTCGAAATGGCCACACAATTAATACCAAATTGATTAGGTTTTTTAGATTCATCACTATTTGTATTTTTATTATCACGTCTGATAAATTTAATATTTAGTAAAGGTTCAAGTTCTGCTAAATTAACATAACCTTTATTTTTGGTACAATAAGCTTCATAAAATTTACCAATTTGTATGAAAACAACGGTTTTTTCTCCGTAAATCTTTGAATATTTTTCTTGTTCTCTAAAATATATATCATATATGGACATTTTTAAAGATAAACTTATTAAAATAAGTAAATTTATCTTTAAATTATTTATTTGTCTCCTTATTATTTTTTTTGTTTATAATATTAATAAAAACTTTTTTAATTTATAAGCGAACAACGCTTTAATAATATTCTTATTACTACAAATATCATACCATTTTGTGCCAGAATTTTTTACATAATTTTGAAGGACTTTTTCTACAAAAGTTGGTGTAATAAAAAATTTTTCTATGTATTTGAAAATATGATTTTTGTATTTATCATTAATATCCATATTAATTTCATCAGTCAAATTATTTATAAGACAAACAGTTCCATAAGTTTTATGTTTGGAAACTTTAAAATATTTTAATAAGTCATTAAATACTTTTTCCTTGTATAACCATTTTTCTGTTAATGACGTATAAATGTAATTAGTAATTTTTTCTTGATATTTATAATCGCTATTGAGAAAATATAAATCTGTTTGAAATGGATTAAGATTATTTAAATTAAAATTCATGATTGGAGTAATTAAATTACCACTTATTGGATCTTTCAACATAAAATCCAGATATTTTGTATTTGTGGGAGTGAGTATGAATGTGTCCATATACATTAGATAATATAAATTATTTATTCAAAGCACTTATATTGTTTTTAATTTGTTCAAAAATAAATTTTTTTAAATTGGTGTAGTGAGATTTTACCATATCCCATTTGTCCGTAAATTCGTCAAAATATTTTTTTATTAGTTCAATAAAATAATTGTAGTTATATATTTTTGCACTGATTATATTGTAAAATTCATCAGATAAATTATCTAAATCTTGTGTTTTTAAATTGTCATCAGAAATAAGATTTATTGAATAATTATTTTGTAGTTTTTCTGAATATTCACGTAACCAATATGTTTTGGAAATGTTATAATAATATTCAAGAACAGTACTCGATAAATTATTAAATTTTGGACCGAAAAATTTCCAAGCACAGTCATGTACTCTTTTGATTGTATTAAAAGGTAAATAATCATTTTCCAAGGTCCAATAAATAACATCGTCAAATGTATGTAAATTATATATGCCGGACAAAAAATCTCCAGGATTGAAATAAAAACTTAATAATACACTTTCTAATTCATCCGGAATAATATGTGTTTTATTGTCATCCAAATTACAAGTATCTGCATAAATAATATCATTTTCACGAAAATATATAGGATTTTTTGTATGTACAGGTTCAATAGCACAACTATCTTTTGATATTTCAGCCACACCAGTCAATAATATAGGATGAAAATATGTTGTTCCTTTTGGATAACATTTCGTTAAACATTTACGTCCATTTATTGATCTAAGCGGTAATATATTATTTTCTTGGCTTTCCATATATTAATATTATGATATATTTATTATATTAATATAGAACTTGAACTAATATTATTAAATGAATTTACCAAATAAATAAAAAATCTTTATAATTAATATAAATTAGTATGGCAAATATAACAAACAATCCACTTAATGTATACCTTGATGAAATAACTTCATTAAAAAATGCATTTTTTAATGGATATAATAATAAAAATAATAATGATTCTGATAATCTTCTTAGAAGAATGCGAATAATACATGGAAATGCTATTAGAGAATATACATTATTAAATTCACGAATTGCTCAAAGAGATACAGTTACTGAAGATGATTTAATAACTTTAAGTGTTAGTGATAATTTACTTGATGCTATTCGCAAAAAAATAAATCATTCCATAATCAAATATCATGAAAATATTAATAACAAACAAAATCAAATAAATCAAGTTACTCAACCTACTAATACTACTCCAAAAGTAAACACTGGTAATTATAGAATAAGAAGTAATGGTAATGTTGATGAATTATCTATTTCAGTTCCTGATACGGAGACTAATTTTCAAAATACAAGAACCGCTATTCAAACAGCGGTAGGTGGAGAAAATAATTCAACAATGACTGATATGATTAATAATTTAAATACTGAACAAGCAGATTCTCTTCTTTCTAGATATCAAACAAGAGATAATTTTGGAACAAATAACACAAATAATTTAAACAACAATTCAAACAATAATAATATTGGTATCAGCATGACTGGAAATATAGGTGATATGAATAATCAATCAGGTGGAGCAGATCCAATTGATGTAACTAAACCAGTCCTTGTTAATTATTATGCTGATTGGTGTGGTGTTTCAAGAAGATTTTTACCCACTTGGAATAAAGCCAGAGAAAGTTTCCGTGAAAAATATCCAAATCTAGTTGTTAGAGATGTAAACATGAAACGTGATGATCCTGACGTAAAAGAACTTCAAGGTATGGCATCAAAACTTGGTGTTCAAGGATATCCCACTTTAGTATTATATAAAGATGGTAATACAGAATCTCGTATAGCCGGAAATATGACAGTAGCTGATATTCATAATTTTATTGATGCTAAACTAAGAGATTAAATAATTTAATAAATTTATCTTTCAACAAATATAAATTTATGATATACTATAAAATTTATCCATTAAAATACATAAGACCTAAAATATAAAATATAATATTTATAATATTATAATGAACGTACTAATAACTGGTATTACTGGTTTCTTTGGGAGAAATTTTGTACAGTATTTGAAAAAATATAACCCTGAATGTAATATAATAGGAACCGCTCATAGTGAATGTAAATTGGCATATTTTACAAAATATTTTCCGGATGTTAAAACATATCTTGTTGATTTATCCTCCGAAAATATTGAATCTGAATTAGACTCAATAGTTAAATCCCACAATATTAATTATATTATTCATAGTGCAGCAATGAAACATGTTGATATTTGTCAAAATAATCCCATTATGGCAATGCGCGTTAATGCTTTTTCTTCAGCAGCTTTAGTAAAAGTGGCTAAAAGTAATAACGTAAAAAATCTTATTGCTATTAGTACTGATAAAGCCAACAAACCTTGTAATACTTATGGCATAACAAAATATATTATGCAGGAAAATATACTCTCTAATGGTTTTAGTATTTATCAAGGTGCTAATTTCTTTTGGTCTGATGGAAGTGTTTTAGATATTTGGTTTAACCAATATATAAGAAATAAACCTTTAACTATCAGAAATCCCAACCATGTAAGATATTTTAATACAATTGATCATGTGTGTGAAAGAGTTTATAAAAATTTAGACACTAAACAAACAATTATTTTACCTGATCATGTTTATGTTATACGAGTTGGAGATTTATTTGATGCATTTAAAAATTTCTTTAAATATGATAAATCAGCAAATCTTGATTTAAATAATTTTGAGAAAGATATAGAACTTCTTGATGAAAGAGTAAAAGATATACGTGAATTAAGTGAAGATAAATTATTGGAACTCATTGAAAATTTTTATAAAAATTCTTTATAAATTTATAGTTACGGATTTAAACATTTATTTATTTATTAATTATAATAAATAAATGGATAATTTGTCTATACTTGTTACTGGTGGAGCTGGATTTATTGGTTCTCATATTGTTGAAAAATTAATAAATACCGGAGTTAAATTTATAAGAATATTAGATAATTTATCAACTGGATCAATGAATAATATAAGCGATTTGTTAAAAAAGCATAATAATATTGAATTTATGTGGGGAGATATTACCAATATTGATACATGTCACAAAGCATGTGCTGGTATAACATTAATATGTCATCAAGCAGCATTAGGATCCGTACCTATTTCCATAAATGATCCATTGACAAGTCATAATATAAATGTCAATGGATTTCTTAATATCTTGTTAGCTGCAAAAAAAGCTGATATAAAAAGAATAGTATACGCAAGTTCATCAGCTGTTTATGGTACAGATGAAAGTCCGGTAAAAAATGAAATAAATATAGGAGATTCATTATCAACATATGCAACAACTAAATATATTAATGAATTATATGCAAAATTATTTACTGATTTATACGGTTTAGAATGTATTGGATTAAGATATTTTAATGTTTTTGGACCAAAACAAAATCCAAATGGAGTATATGCTGCCGTTATACCCAAGTTTATCAACACGATATTAAATAATGAATCTCCTATTATTTATGGAGATGGATCATTTACTCGTGATTTTGTGTATGTTGATAATATTGTTCATGCAAATATATTAGCAATGACAACATCGAATAAAAAATGTTTTGGAGAGGTTTTTAATGTAGGAGATGGTGATAATATTAGTATTATGGATTTGTTTAATATGATTAAACAAATTTTAAATAAACCTTCTTGTGAAGCAATAATGACTCCCTTTAGACAAGGAGATATTTCTAAATCAACCGCTTGTATTGATAAAATAAAAGAATCTCTTTCTTATGATCCAGTTATATCATTTAAATCAGGTCTCGAAAAAACTATTGAATATTTTTCTTTTTCGGCTGTTTAATTTGTTATGATTAAATTTATCAATTAATATAATAGTACATGAACATAAAATTTAATTCAAGCTATAAACTGTATATATTATATATACTATAATATATAATACATACGATGGCTAATTTTGAACATGTAACGATTAAAAACTTTACTGGATATTATTCAGTGGTAAAATACTTAAATAATTCGGTATATGTAATGCCAATTTCAGGTAAAATTAATAAAATTTATGCAGCAATTATTAGTTCTATTCAACCAGTACCTGGAACATATAATATTTCATTAACAATTAATTGCATTCATAATTTATATTGGAGAGGAACTTACAATAAATCTCATAAAATATTGTTAAGAAATGGCGTAAATAACTTCAATATTGTGATTGATTCAAGTCAAAAAAATAATTTTGATATTGGTATATTTTCGAATATTTCATCTGATTTAAGAAATAATATTAAATTTACGATATTAGATTTTTCCGTTAACAAAATAAATAATTCTAAACCGATTGATGATTCTTTATTGGATAGTTCAGAAAATAAAACATTAGAAATCCAAAAAATAGTTTCTACTAATAAAAATAATAAAAATATACTTTTAATTGCAGATGTAAAAGATTGGTGTTTTTATAATACATCTAAAATTATAAGAAAATATTTGGGGAATAAATATAATATATTTATTGAATGTTATGCAGATAAACCAGATTATTTATCTATTTATAAAGATATTAAAATAGATTTAGTAGTAAAATTCTGGTATGGTCACCATGATCCAGATCCATTTGATATTTATCCAAATGCAAAAAAAGCAATATGTGTTTATGATTACATATATTGGAATGAAAATATTAATAAAAAAAATATTTCTATTTTCTTAAAATATTTTACTCGTAATTTAGAAAAAAGTAATTTTGTCCTATTTGCATGTCCAGCAATCCAAGATCTTATTATTAAGCAAATAAATAATGAAGAAATTAATAAAAAATTATATCCAATATATGATGGATTTTGCCCAAAAAAATTTTATCTTAAAAAATATAATGATAATAAAAAACTTGTAGTTGGATGGGCAGGTAATTATTTAAATCCTTACAAGAATTTTAATAAAATTAAAAGTATTGTGGAAGAAGTAAGTTGGATTGATTTCAAAGTTCAGGATAGAAAAACATTTATACCACATGAACAAATGGTTCATTATTACCATAGTGTTGATGTTATAGTATGTTTAAGTGATGCAGAAGGAACACCCACTCCTGTTTTAGAGGCATCTGCATCAGGCAGAGCCTGGGTTTCAACTAATGTGGGAATAGTTGGATTAATTAATGATGCTTGTGATGATCCAATTAAACCTGGTTTTATAATTAATAATGATTCTGAATTATTACAATGTCTTAAATTTTTGTATCAAAATAAAAATATAATGAAACAAATGGGTTATAATGGATGGCTTGCAACTCAAAAAGCATTCACTTGGGATACTCAAATTAAACAATTCGATAATGTTTTTAAAAAAATATAATTGTTTTTAAAACATATTCCCAAATAAGTATATATTATATTTTTTCAAATATAATATAATTATAGTTTTATATTATGAATATTCTCATAACAGGTATTAGCGGTTTTTTTGGGAGAAATTTTGTTAAATATTTACTAGAAAAAAATATTATATGTAATATTGTTGGTACTTCTCTAAATTTAAATAAAATTCATGGCTTTAATAAATTATTTCCCACAATTAAAGTTTATCAATTAGATTTGGGTTCAAATAATTTTGAAGATATGTTGGATTCTATTATTCAAAATCATAATATCAATTATATTGTTCATAGTGCAGCAATCAAACAACTGGATGTTTGTGAAAAAAATCCTGTGATGGCATTACGAATAAATTCAATTTCATCGAATATAATTGCTAAAATTTCTAAAAAAAATGGAATAAAAAATGTTATAGGTATCAGTACGAATAAAGTTAATAATTTTAATAATATATATGGTATTTCAAAATATTTAATGGAAGAAACAATCTTAACAAATAATTATAGTATTTATAAAGGCGTAAACTTTTTTTGGTCTGATGGAAGTGTTTTAGATGTTTGGTTTAATAAATATAAAAATAATGAAACACTATCATTACGAAATCCTAATCAAGTAAGATATTTCAATACTATCGATCAAATATGTGAAACAATATATAATAATTTAAATTCAGGAACTACTATTATACTTCCAGAATCTGTTTATGTTATAAATTTATTAGATTTATTTAATGCATTTACGGAATATTTTAGTTATGATAAATATGAAATAACTGAACAATATTCATTTGAGCCAGAAATAGATACAATTGATAAAAATATAATAAAAATACAACTTTCAAAACAAGATATTATTAACTTAATAGATACACATATGAAATTAAAAGTATAAATCAATTTATTTAATTTATACTTTTTATTAAATTAATAAAGAAATCTAAATTCTTTCTCCCAGCATTATATTTTCTAACAAAATTATATCCGTTCAATGCTATAGTTCTACCAATATCTGTTCCAATATAATTTTTTAAATATTCTTCATTGAATAAATTTTCTCTAGTTACTGGAACATAATGAAGATTTTTTTCTAAACCCAAATCATCAAGTATATCATTTTCTTCAACAAATAAAATTGAACCACTTGCTAATACCTCAAAAATTTTCCAGGGTACATTATTAAGAGGTTTTTGAAAATAACCAATAAATACACCTTGATATTTTGAGAATTTTTTAAAATTAGATAATAATCCACTGGTTTTACATAATTCTACATTGTTTGTAGAACAAACCGCATTATCAAAATCATAATACCTTACTGCCACAGAATTATTTGTGTCATTTTTATTATTTAATGTATTAAAAATATAATTATCCAAATTATATCCGAACATATTAGATGTTAATAAAATTTTATTTGTGCGATTTAATAAATTTACTGGTGTATACATACTAAATATAATATCGTCAACAGGAGGATAATATATGATTGTTTTATTTTGATATATACCAATATAATTAAAATATTTAGATGTAGTTAATAAATAAGAACAATTTTCTAATCTATCATCTTTAAATACTAATTTATTTTTGTCAGTTGAATTTATGATATCAAAAATAGTTATATGTTTATTAGCTATAGAAAAATTATGTATATCATCGTAATAAAAAATAATCTTAATTCCTTTCGATTTCAAGAGTGGAAAATGAGTATAAAAGAAATCAATTGTTTTAACCTGAACTGCTAAAATTATACTATTATTAAAATTATTTGTTTGTTTTACTTCGTTAATAAAATTATTTAATGCTTGATAATATATTTTTGTTAAATTATCGGAAGAATTGTTTGTATAATATTTTTGACAAACATTATAATCCATTATTTCATATTTGATATTAATATCTGTGATAAAATTAGCGATGGGAATTATGTTAATATTATAATTTTTAAAATAATCCCTACTATTATTTTTATATAAGCAACGTGTTAATGATCTTGAATGATCACTAAATGGTTCCCCATATATATCAATATCATAAGGATTAGCAATAACAAAATTTTTCATTATATAATATATAATACGATATTTTATATTATATAATTACAAGCTTTTGATCATGTTTATGAAATAATCTAAATTTTTCTTATTACTATGAAATTCTTTTATGAAATTATAACCATTAATTGCAATTTCTTTACCTTTTTCAGTACCTAAATATTTATCCAAATATTCTTTGTCAAAAATATTATTTTCATTCATTGGTACATAATGAACAAATTTTTGCATACCTAATTCTTCTAATGTTTCATTTTCTTCTGCAAACAATAAAGTTCCTGTCGCCAATATTTCAAATATTTTCCATAATATATGATTCAAAGGTTTCCAGAAATATCCAACAAATGCACCTTTATATTCCGCTAATCTATTATAATAAGCACAAAGTCCAATTGTTTTACAATTATCTAAACTTGTAACATGATATCCAATTGCAGTTAAAATATCATAATATTCTTTCGCAACAGCATGATTTTTATTATATACATTATAATACGCACCGGATACTGCAATTCTTAGTGGATAACCTGCAATGGTTCCTGTTAAAAGAATTTTATTTTTTCTTTGATCATGATTATAAGGAGTATACATACTATATATCATATCATCTACGGGTACATAATAAAACTTAATTTTATTTTGATAAATTCCAATATGATGAAAAATTTTTGACATGGATAACATATAATTACAATTTTCTAATCTATGATCCTTAAATTTAAACTCCGTGATATCTTTTTGACAAATATCAGTAATACTACAACATTTATTTGCCATAATAAATGCATGTAAATCGTCCAAATATAAAATAGTTTTAATATTTTTTGATTTAATAATAGGATAGACATCCCATGCGAAAAAAGGATCAAATCCTGTTGGTTCAATACCATAAATTACACAATTATTATATTCATCCGTTGTTTTAATTTTATTAATAAAATTATTCACACATTTCATAAAAATATTGTGAAGTTCTGATGTTGAAGTAGAATTATTTGGATAATAATCCTCACAAACATTATAATTCATTAAATCATATTTTAAGTTGACATCATCAAGAAAATTTATAACTGGTATTACTTCGATACCATGATTACGCATATATTCAACACTATTCACTTTATAAAATAGTTGACTCATAGATCTAAATAAATGAGTATATGGCATCATATATAAAATAACATCAAACGGATTTACTATAACAAATTTAATCATTTTCTATTTTATAGATAGATAATATATTTTATATTCTTACTATTAACAAGTTTAATTTAATTTTCATTTGAAAATTAAATTAATTTTTATTTATTCTTGAACCAAAGCTAATATCATATTTATTACCATTAATATCGCCATCATTAATGGCTGAAATATTGGATAATTTTTTATTAATTATTTTCATAACATGTTTTTCATATTCTACATTGGCAGCAATTACTATTCTTTGAAGAACTGGTGTTTTTGCTCCGGCTCGTGGAGCACGACCTAATGCTTGGACTAAATTTGAGGCAGAATCTGGAAGACTTATTAATGTCACTCTTGGATGTCCGCCATTTAAGTCATGCAAACTAAGTCCTGTGCCTCCAGCTCCTATTTGACATATTATTATTTTTTCCGTGTTCGATTGGAATAAATTTATAAATTCTTGTCGTTCTTCATTACTTTGTTTACCATGAATTTTACATTTTATTTCCAGTTCTTTTGATAAAATATCCATTGTGTGTAAATAATTTATAAAAATTATAACAGAATTTCCTTGTTCTAAATATATTTTTGCTTGTTCTATAAAAATTGGTGCTTTTCGTAATTCAATCTGTTGTTTAAGTTTTTGTATTTTTGACAAATGAAAATCACATTTACCTTCACAATTTTTAATTTTTTCAAGTAAAAGTGATATCTCTTCATAAGATTCTGATATTTCTTTTGACTCATCTGTAAAAAATTCCTGTGCACACCATTGATTAGAAGGAAATTTATCTCCTAAATCACGTATTCTTATTCTTGAGGTAAATTCTTTTATTTCCTCATGAATAATCATAGCTTGTGAATTTTCTTTGGCAATGCGACAATCTTATAAATTAATATGATCTTTTTTTTGAACTCGATATTTTGGATATTTTATTTGTAATGTCCTTGTGAAATGATTAAAATTTCTTGTATTAGGTATAAAGTTCATTAAATAAAATGGTATTTTCATATCTTGATATTCTTCACAAATCGTAGCACTTAATAACAATACTGGTATTTGTTGATTGATTAAATTTTTTGATGACATTAATAATTTACCATTTTCAGTTTGTGGATCTTTGCATCTATGAACTTCATCAAAAATAATGATAGAATCTTTGGGTGCATGCCAATTAAATGCTGCTTTTAAAGGATCATCAGGATCTTTATCTTCTATTTCAATATATTTAGATTTTTTTCTATTTTTTAATTTATGATCACTATAAGTCTTTCCATTTTTTATTGTTTCATAATTGACAACATCATAATGTTTAACACCATAAAATTTTAAAACGGTAATCCAATTGGTTATTAAAGTTTTTGGACAAATAACAATAGGTTTACGATCTAATTCTCGACATATAGCAGCCGCAATATATGTTTTACCAATTCCTGTATCAGAAGTATCAATTGCTATCCAATACTTTATTAATATATTAATTAATTTTACAACATGATTTTTTTGATAAGATAATAATCTTTTATTAGTCTCATTAGATAATACGGATTTAGAATATATTTTTGGTTTTATTTGTTGTGCATTATTTTCAAGTTCTAATATAATATTCATGTATATACTATTCATGAGTTAATTTATATTATCATATTTAATTAATCAATTTTTTACAATACAAATGAGTATAACATATTCCAAAATGTGTTTTTATTTATAAAAATTAAAGTTATGTCAAAACCACAAAGTTTCTTTTGAAATTGTATGAATAATGACATCAACTGCGATTTCAAATAATAGAATTATAAATGTAGATTGGAATTATTTAGCTTCACAAAATTATCAATGGATAAAAATTGGTGATGATAGATATAGATTTATTCAAGATCAATTATTAAACTGGATATTTCCAAATCTTAATAATGATGATAAATTATTATTGTTAAATTCTTTAATAAGAATTATAAATATGATTTACTTAAAATTTGGTTTTCATAATAATAATCAAAAATCAGAAAATATATTGTGGAATCAGTTAATACAAAATAGATTATTAGATCTTAGAGCATTACTAGCTATTACTTTACCCTATATTAATGATACAGAAAATGATGATAAAAAACGTCGTTTACGTAATTTGCAAGATTTATATCTGGAGCAAGATGAAAATGGTGCATATGTTTATACTAATTCTCAATATAATAGATGTATTAGACATAAAAATAATAAAAATATACAAATATTTCGTAGACCATTTTTACGCGAATATTTTTTAAATCATATTGAAATGTTATTAATGAGTATTGAATCATGTTCGAATAAATTATATGTCAATTGGGTAGATGTATTACCAATGAAAATGAATAAATATCAAAACACTCAATTATATTCAGATACAATAAATAAATTTAATAGTGGCATGACGAGAGTACAAATGATTAATACATACATAGATCCAAGACCAGGATTAAGTTTCCAGGATATTTATAATGTTATGGCTAATCATCTTTTTAACGAAATTAAAAATCATAAATGGCTTATTTATGATATTAATATTAATGGTGTACCTATTTCATACGTTAAATATCTCGAAAATATATTTAATTTAAATATTTTTTGGGAAGGTAAATTATGGTCACAGCTAACAGATAATGAGGTTAATAACTTTACATATTCTTGGAATACTTTTTTTAATAGCACAGATATCATAGATACAACAATTTTACATCATTTTTACTTTTTTTTTAGTAAATATCATATTAATTCTAGAAAATTAATAAGACAAGGAAAATTAATACTAAATAGAGACCCTTCTGATGATGAAGAAAATGAAGAAGAAAATATAAGAATCACACCTGAAACAACCAGATATGCAAAAACAGGAATGCAAAATGTTCCAATTGAGGAAATTTATTTGTTTATGTATAATCAATTATCTTCATTTAAAAGATCTTGGTATTATTACATGATTAAAATAAGTGATCGTGAATATTTAAATATCGAAAGGAATGGTTCAAGGGATTTAAATGAAAATATAACAGGTAGATCTAATATCAATATAAATTTTGATATATATATAACACCAAAAAATATTTATAATTATTGTAAATCAATGGTTCATTATATAAATTCTCAAAATAAATATTTACAAATACCATCTCATTGGCAAAGTTTAACTCCAAATTTTATTGAAATGATCTTAACAAGATTACTTGATATTCCAGATACTGAAACAAATAATTGGTCTACTTATATTCCAGTTAATTGGTTTAACATTAATAAATACATTAGAAGAACATATCCAAATTTTGTTGAAAGAGATTTACCTACAATAAATTATTTAATTCATTTATCCATAAGAAGTAAGTTAATTGATGTGGTATTTGAATCTTTAATATATCATGGATTACTTAGTGACTTTTTTCCTAATTCAACTATCACAAATAACTCGATTATAGAATCATCTATTGGTAGTACCGATGATAGGAAAAAAACTAATTATAAACATAAACAAATGAAAAAACAATATTTTACCGGAGAAAATTTACGAGATTATGAATCAAATGCTTATTATTACATAACAAATGAACCATTTAAACAACTTCCTGATATTATTTCACGTGATTATTCTAAAAATAACAATTATAAAAAAACATATTTTGATTTTTTAACCTCAGATCAAATTTGGACATTTACTTATGCTATGAATTGGGTAAGTCAAATAAATTTTTATCATCATTACGGTAATAATAGAGTATTATATATCACAGGAGCAACAGGTGTTGGTAAATCTACTCAAGTTCCAAAATTATTATTGTATAGTCAAAAAATGATAGATTTTAATCCCAATGGTAAAATTGTTTGTACTCAACCACGTGTTACACCAACAGTTGAGAATGCAGAAACAATATCACGAGAATTAGGTGTACCTATAAGAATATATAGTAGTATGTATAACAAAAATATACTTTCATCCAGATATGATGTACAATTTAAGCATCAAAAAGAACAACATATTGACAGAAATGCCGATTCTTTTTTGAGAATTGTTACAGATGGTACTTTACTCGAAGAAATGGCAAATTCACCATTTTTAACTAAATCAATACCAGATCCTAATGCATTAGACATAGAAGGAAATAAATTAGAATGGGCAAGAATATTCAATAATGCTAATATATATGATATAGTTATTGTTGATGAAGCACATGAACATAATGCAAATATGGATATGATATTAACATTAGCGCGTGATATTACTTATTTAAATAATAGTATTAAACTTGTTATTGTAAGTGCGACAATGGAAGATGATGAACCAATTTATAGAAGATATTACAGAACAATTAATGATAATAGAGCTTTTCCTTTATCTTCTTATATTTCAACAAATTTACTAGATCGTGCTAATATGGATAGAAGGATACATATTAGTCCTCCGGGACGTACCACCCAATTTAATATTGAAGATATTTATTTATCAAAAGCAGAATCTGATGCTATTAATACAAATAATTTTGTGGATTATGGTATTAATAAAACTATTCAAATAGCTAATAGTACAACCGAAAAAAATATTTTATTATTTTTAACTGGACAAGCTGATATTCGTAAAGCTATTAGAGAAATAAATTCAAAAACACCAAGTAATATTATTGCATTAGGTTATTATGGTGAAATGACAGATGAAATGAAAGCATTTATTGCTAAAATACATGAAACTTTACCAACATATACAAGATATAAAGAAGATGTTGATTTAGATGAGAAAGATGTAACAAGAAGAGTATCACCTGGAACATATACACGAGCTGTTATAATTGCCACAAATGTTGCTGAAGCTTCTATAACTTTAAAAAATTTAAGATATGTAGTCGACACAGGATATGCAAAAGTAGTCGTATTTGATCCTCTGGAATCAATTTCAAAAACATTAACTTTGCCAATATCTAATTCAAGTGCGACACAACGTAGAGGTCGTGTTGGAAGATTAGAATCAGGAGTTGTTTATCATATGTATGATGAAAATAAAATTAGGTATAATAAAACTGCTTATAAAATTGCAGATTCAAATATTCGTGATTTATTAGTTAAATTTATTAAAGCAGATTCAAGAGACACACATATTGTTTCTCCTAATAATGACATAAATGCAATCAAAAATCTTAAAATTATTAACAGATTTAAAACACTTCCAAGACAAAATGATTTGGTTTACAAAATTTTAAAAAATCCAAAACCATTTTTACCATTATTGACAAAAAATTATCTTTTCATACCTGATCTTGATGATGCTAATCAATATTATACATATTATGGTAAAACAGATGGAAAAGTTTATAATGTGCGCGATTTGGAATATAATTTAATAAATTATTTACGTAATAACCATGATGATTATGATTTTCAAGAGAATTTAAAATTTCTGTCAAGAACATATACCGGTTATGATGATTATATATTGGAAGATCAAAAATTAAGGTTTTACATAATTCATCCTGATGAAAATGTTATACAAAGAAATCTATATACAGGTCAAATGATCGGTATAAAATATAATCCTTCAGTTACTGAAGCTTATTATTATTATTTATTAAAATTCAATAATGTTAATAATCGATCCAAAATTGATTATCGTCATTTTAATTTATTGAAATATAATTTAGCAATTTCTGATGCTAAATCTCAAATGTTGGTAGTCGATATACCTATTAATTATGCAAACAGATATATACAATATACAAATATTCCTGAGGAAATACATCAATATACAGATTATTATTATGTAAATTTACCTCCTGCAAAATACAACGAAACAACCATAAAATCTATGTTTCTGTCAAAAATTAGAGAAATACAATCAGTATATTCTTTAAATATTACCAACGATATAAATAATTTATTATGGTACAGTTACGGAATACCATTTGATGTACAAAATGATATATTAGCTTTAATGTTAATGATTGAAATATCACCCGACATTAATCAATGGATATTACGTACAAGATCTAAAGAATCCGTAAATAAATTTTTTAATTTACACAATACATCAAATGGTGATATTTATTTTTTATGGAATTTATGGTCCGAAATTAAAAAAATATTAAATGATAATAATTTATTGACTTTTGTCAAGATTGATACAAACTTTGAAGCCAATTTTACAAGATACAAAAATAGATATTTAAGAGGAGATAAGATACCTTATGATCAATTTGTAATATTAGATAACATGTATAAATCTGGTAAACTTAATACAAACGATGAATTTTATTTCTATTTGGATCAAATAAATCCAAATTTTTCTGAAATTTTAACAGGAAGTGAAATTATTAATCATATTAATATAATTGCCAGGGATAGACTTATAAATCCGGAAAAATTATCAGATTTAGTTTCTGAATATTTAAATAATTATTTTATTATTTCCAAAACCACATGGATGCATCAATATCAACTTGATAATAAATTAAATGATGAAGAAACCAATAATTATGATATTTTAGAGTGGGCAAAAATAAATCTAAATTTACCAGGAATTAATGATGATCCATATTATCAGTATTCAGATTGGGATAAAATATTTGAATCTTATACAAGAGCATTTTCTACAAATGTTGTTAAAAATATGGGATCGTATTATTTAAAAATTAATAATGGATTGGTAATACCATTAAGTTCTTGGTCAAGTCGAAATAAAACAGAAAAATCTTTTTTAAATAACAAAACAGAATATATTATTTATCATAATACTGATGCAAAAGGTGATATATCAAATATTATTTATTTATCTCCAATTAAATTAGAATGGGTATTTAGACTCAATCCTCTTTATTATTATTATTTATTATATAGTGAAAATAATACACTTGAATATTTAAAAACTGATACAAACATACAAATAGCTAGAAATTTAATAGAATCTTATAAAAATATATTTGATATGAAATATTTATTCGAATATCTTGATAGAATAAATGATCCTTTATTATCAAAAATTATACGGAATCAAGTTATTTAAATAATACCAAAAAATTGAATTGTTTTATCATTAATACTAAATATTTATTCAATAATATTAAAAACGCCAGACGTTATTTTAATATTATTAAATTTCCACAACTATGGAAAAAAATATGGTGGTTATTTATGGTTATAATTATAATTGTTTCCCCTGGAGATATAATAAAGATAAATCTGTATATAAAACGTGTGGATTTGTGATAAAATATAATAATGACAGATATATTGTATCAACAAGACAAAAACTAATATCTTGTTCTGATATTATTGCTTATTCATTTAATAAAAAGAAAGATGAAATATCAAGACATATATTAATAAAAATACATCATTGCATTGAGACAAATATTATTATATTTCAAGTTACTGACGAAGATTCTTTTGAAATTAAAGGATTTGACATAAAAAATTTTACAATTCCCAATAAAAATAATGAATATCAGATAATAAAAGTTGATTTAAATTTAGAATCTATCATTAATCAATTTAATATTCATTATTATGATATTAAATATATAAAACCCACATTATTTAAAAAAACATTCGTACCGCGAAATTATATGTACAAATATAAAGTATACGGAAATCATTCCGAAGATAATTTTTCAGGATCTCTTATTATTGAATCTGAAAATATTGTTGGTATTTCATCCATTATAATAAATAATATTCATTATGTCGTACCAATGAAATTTATAAAAAAAATAATAGATGATTATATTTATAATTCTAATAATAAATTTATACAATCAGGATTAACATATTTACCATTTAATTATATAATTAAAGAAGATGTTGCGATTGTATTAAAACAAACTAAAGTATCTACTATCAATGGAAATAAAATAATAAAAGCAAATGATATTATCTTATCAATAAATAAAAATAAAATAATTGTAAAAAATAATGATGCATTTATTTATGACGAAGAACTAAAAGATTTTATTCCAATTGATATATATATTATGTGGAATCATAATCAGGATAATATTTTACGGATTAAAATAAAGCGTGGTGAAAAAATAATATCAATTGGTGTCAATAAAACAAAATCAACATCAAGTTTAAATTTAACAAAATTATGGGAAGATAATTATGAATCAGTGATACCATATTATAATTTAAATGGTATAATTATAACATGGTTAACACATGAATTAATAGATATTTTAATTTCCCACAATTATATTCCATCAAATTATATTATAGATTCATTATTTGAAGGTGATATAGATAAATTAAAGGATACATTAATTATTATTGATTGTTTAGATGATGGTGTGCGATACAAATATGATTTACCAACTATTAAAAAAAAATGTTTAAAAAATGGAAATTTGAATTGCTATGTTGTTAAAAAAATTAAAAATATTTGTGCACAATCCATAAGTAAATTAGAGGATATTGATAATTTAAAAACAACAAACTGCAAAATAAAATTACAAATTAATAATTCTATTCATAAAGTTATATATGCATAATAATGCAAATTAACATTAAATTATTGAACTCAAGATCTATAATTTAATGTTGTTATTTATATATAGATAATGTCATTATCGCCCAAGAATTGGGGAAAATCAGGATGGAAAATGTTTCATACGGTTGCGTTGGGTTATCCAGATAATCCAACACAAGAAGATAAAAATAATTATTTTCAATATTATAATAGTTTAAGATATACACTACCATGTAAAAAATGCAGGAATAATTATTCTGATCATTTTAATAAATATCCATTAAATGATCAAGCATTGTCATCCAAAACAAATTTAATTAATTGGACAATTGATATGCATAATATTGTAAATTATTATACTGGAAAACCATTATTATCCTATCCCGAAGCTTATGAACAAATATACAAAATTGAAAATGATGCTGGATCCTTTAATAAATATATATATTATACATTATTAATATTAGTTATTATCATAATTGCATTAATAATATATTATTTGTATCGTAGGTCAAAACGTACATATTAATAAAAAATTGAAATATTAAATCAATATTTATTATTGGATCCTATCTAAAAAGGTAATTCATAATATATAATAATCATGTCTCAAAATTTATCTGACATATGTCACAAATTTGATAAATTTTTAAGTGTTTTTTTTTCCGGTCCCATTGAAATTATTGGAACAATAAATGAAATTGATCTTGATAGTCAAACTTTTAGTTTAGGGGAAATAGAAAATGATATTTTAAAAAAAATAATCTGCAGATATCATAATTTGAATACGGAAATAAATATTGGACAAAAAGTAATAGCATATGGAAATATTGTAGTTGGTGAAAATTGTATCAGTAATATTTATTTTAATGTTGAGAATATTTTTACAAATGATAATTTCAATTTTGAACGAAAGTTAAACAAACACAAAAAATATTATAATGCTCTTACCACTAAAAAAGAATTTAAAACAAAAATAGACAAAAATATTTATTCGTCCGAATTTCCAAAAATTGTTAAAAACATAGGTATTATTGCGTTCAAAAATCATAAAAACGATTTTATAAAACTTGTAAAAGATAATTGCGTAGGAAATGTATATGTATATTATATTAATGATAATAGTACAGAACTGATGTTAATATCAGGACTGGAATATTTTAAAAAATATCATAATATTGATGTCATATATTTATTAAACGACAATATATCTATTAAAGATGTATGTAATTTATCAACTACATTAGTAACAAAATTTTTACTAAACAGAAAAGAATATCCATATATTGTTTCGATATTACCTTCAGATTATACACTTTCAAATGTAAAACCCTTATCAGCAATATTATCAAATGCTTGTTATTATGATAATGAATCAGCTCTCATTTTATTAAAAGATGTACAATTATCATATTCAAATAAAATAAATACAGCATATGAAAAATCAATACAAATTTTAAAATATATTCTTGAAAACAAAAAAAAGAAATTAGAAAAATTAAAAATGTTTGCAATCAAAACATATGGACCACAATTATATATAAAGTCAAATATAGAAGAAAAAGTTTTATTATTGAAATCACTTTTAATTGGTCATCTAAAAAATAAATTGGTCAAATTACTGGATTTACAATTAAAAATTACTAGGAAAATTATTGACGATAAAAATTTTCAACAAGTGTATGATGTTTTAATAAAAAATGAAATATCAGCATTGGCTAAAAAAACATTAATCCAAAATCCTTATTTTCAGACGAATCCCCAAAAAATAAATGATGAAGTTAAGAAACAAAATAATATTATTGATGAACTTAAGGTTATTGATGATGGATCAAAAAAAATTGAATTATCAAGTGGTAATATAAATATAAATTCATCTAATAATAATATCAATAATGGAGACCAAATATAAACATTTAGAAAGTCTTTTTCAGGATATTGAATTTTTAGAGGTAAATTCATCCCAAACTAGAACATATAAAGGTAGAATGGAAGATTATGAATGTGCAAGTTTAATTAATGAAGCAACCCGTCTTATTACTGAATTAGAAAAAGATATTTCTGAAAGTTCAATAAAAGATTCACAAGACAATATAAAATTTGATGAAGAACAATTGGATGAATATATTAAAATACTTTCCTTACCCAATCCTAAATTTTCAGACATTTTATATATATCAGAATTCTTAAAAAAAGGAAGTTATTTAGTTCCAAAATCGATTAATATTCAAGAAAATATGGAAAACGATATCAGTATTGAAAATATTCTAAAATAATTTGTTCTTAATAATTCATAAAGTGATTTACTATATGAATTATTAAATATAAGTATCATATACTGCATTATCATTTAATATAACATTTAATAAATTTTTTGTTTCAGAAATTGAAAATTTATTATTTAAATAGTCGTTGACAGTTCTATTAATTTGTGATAAATATGCATCACGTAAATCTGTAATATTTTTTGAATAATTTCTTATAATAGTTCTGAATGAGTAATTATTAATTTTAATTTCTTTTATCAAGTTATTGGCTAATCTATATGCATTTTTATTTCCATAACGTATTCTATAATCAAAATACCAAATAGTCCACAATGTGCAAAATCCATTCGGATCTCCAATATTTTTATTAACGCTAATTTCAGTATTTTCAAGAGTCTGAAAACCTATTTTTGGTAAATAATTATTTGGTTTATAATATTTTAATTTAATATTTTTACCATACATTGTTGTCAAAATATTAGATACTTTTTGGTATATTATTTCATCAAGTAAATCAGGATTATAATTAAATTTATATGGATAATTGGCTCCATGTGGTTCAAATCTTTCCATAGTGAATTGATCAATATTATAAATTAAACCATTGGAATGATTTCCATTAGATAAAGTGATATTTATTGGGATAATAATATATTTATATTTTTTAGACCTTAGAATATTTAAAAATAATTCCTCAAAATTTGGAGGAGCAAAAAATCTTTGAAATATCCATTTAATTTCAAAGTGAATTAAATGTTGGTTAATATTTTCTTGTATTCCCATTGTTTGATAATATCTTTTAAGCTCTACAGAAAGATCTTGTTGTGAATGAAATAAAGATGTTGTATTTGGATATTTTTTTGTTAGGTATTTAAAACCAACAAAAACATCTAATAAAGAACCCACAAAACTACTAAATTCTACAATTTCATCCTGAATAATAGTAATATTTGTTTTATTTTTTTTAACGGGTAATGATATTTTTTCGTTTAATATTTCGTTGCGTATTAAATCCAGACATTTTTTCTCGTCCAATTCTTTTAATTCAATTGAAGAACATTCATTTTGCCATTTTAATAACCACCCATTATTATATCTTTTTAAATAATTATAATAACTTGTTGTTATTATGTCTAAAAATATATTACGTTCATTTAGTGGAACTAAATCAAAAACAGTTGTACCATTATTATTTCGTATATATATATTTATTTTTTTGTAATTAAATGTATCTGAAAAATTCCTCCATATATTTTTTTCCACTAATATATGGAGTGGTGTATTTCCCAAATTATCTTGGTAATTTAAATTAGCGAAAGGTATAATTTTTTTAATATATTTATTATAATTTTCATTATAATTATATAACATCAAGTGGATAATGGATAAACCGTCAATATTTACGATATTTGGATCAATTTTATAATCAGTTTCAGTTTCTTTATCATTAATATCTTCAATAAAAATATTGGTATCTCTACATTCAATATTGTATTTATTAATAATATAGTCTAATATTTCGATATGATTATCAATCACGCAATAATGAATAATGGTATTACCTAAATAATCTTGATAATTTGGATTTGCACCAGAATCTATTAATAATTTTGTTATTGCGACATTATTTTGTATAACAGAATAAAATATTGGTTGAAAATCATATTCAAGTTCAATGATATTTTGATCAGCACCGTTATTTAATAACAATTCAACCATATCATACAATTGAAAACTACATGCAAAATGTAAAGCAGTCGATCCTTGTAGCGTTCTTGAATTAATATTTTTTATGTAGTTTATTATTAATTTAACAATATCAATATCTTTTCGTAATATTGCTAAATGTAAAGCATTCATATTATCAATACTTTTATAATTAGCATCAGCTCCTTTATCTAATAATTGTTTAATAGCGTAAATATTTTTATATTTTATAGAGTACGATAAGGGTATCACACCCTTTAAATCTTTTAAATTAACTAAGGAAACACCAACAGTTTTTTTATCAGAATTTAATAAAATGTCTAATATTTTCTGATATCCAAATTTAATTGGATAATAAAGAACTCCATATCCTTCTGGATCAAAAACATCAAGTCTCGAACCATATTCAATTAAAGTTTTTAAAATTTTTTCATTATTCATAATTATGGCAAAAAATATAAGATAATTACCGTTCTCATCTTTTGAATTTACATCTACTTCACCATGTTTCAAACTATCTATATATTTTATAAATTCTTCTTCATTATTATTTTTAATATATTTAAATAATATATCTAAGTGTTTCATTTTTGAATGAAAATCATCATTTACATTTTCCATTATTAAATATACATCAATATAATATATTAAATGTATATTTACGTTGATTGTTTACCAATATGTAAGCTATATATAATATAGAGAATGATTATTAAAATAATCATAATAGGGTTAATCTTTTTGATCTTGTTTATAATTTTCATTTATATACTAAATAAAAAAACTAACACAAATGAAATAGAATATAATTACAAAGACATACGCAAGTATTTAAAAACAGGTGATATAATTTTATTCTCATGCAAAAAACATGAAAATTTTCTGGACGAATTGCAATATTTTTCAAGAACAACATTATTAGGTTCAGAATATGGTCATGTTGGTTTGATAATGAGAGAAAACGATAAAATTTACGTTGTGGAATGCACAGATAATAATCATACTGGAGATTATTATGCTTGGCGTCAAAATAATTATAAAAAAGGAGGACTAAGAATTATTGACTTGGATATTCTTTTAAAAGAATATTATAAATCTCATATGGGAGCATATGGTATAAGATTTATTTCTGAACCAATTCCAAACCATATATTTTTGGACAAAATAAAAAAATATTATAACATGACTTTTGAAAGTAAATTAACATTATTCACATTAGCATTTATAGACATATGTATTTCACATGATTTATCAAGTGAACTGGCTGATTTTTTTGCTGATAAAAATAAATTAATGTGTAGTGAGTTTACACATGATATATTACATCGTTGTGGAATTTTAAAATCTTACCCATCAAAAATATTTTGGCCACATTTAATTGATAATAAACTTTTTGATTCACTACATAACTCAAAATATTCAGAATTATATAAATTTAATTTTAAAAATTAATATTATCACTATTAAGATTATTAGAATTATTAATAATATCCAATATTTATTTTTAAAAATTTTTTTCCACATTCTTAAACTTGGTGACCAAGATGAATAATTTGTATGAGCCACAAAACAATCTTCGCATGTATAAGGACATGATTCGTTGTTGTATAAATTACATGGATGCAAAAATTTTTTATCCAACATTATTAAATCATGGTTTGGATTTTCATTTACATATTCTCTAATTGAACTATAAAATAATCCAGTACCGGTTGAATTTGTGATATTATTTGGTTTATCTTTACGTTCAAAAATATTTTTAAATATTATTTTAAAAATGGGATGATTTTTTCTTGATCCAATAATACCATTTAAATATCTTTTAAAAATTTTTGGAAACATGTATGATGTGAAAAAAAAATTATATTGTAATAACGACTCTAAATTCTTTCTACAAACCATATCCATATCTAAATATATACCACCATAAGTATATAATATAGCATATCTTGCAAAATCTGCTTTCTGAGCAGGTACTTTAAAATAATCATATGTTTCTAAATATTCAGGATCAAATTTATCAATTAATAATTTTCTTATTTTATCATCATCCCATAGTATATGTTCAAAATTATTATTAACCTTTTGACAATTAATAAAATATTTCTTTAAATCATCTGGAATTTTATCATAGCCTTGAATCCAAATTTGGTGTAAAATATTTGGTATCATAGTATATTATTAATTATAATATATTATTAATTATAATTATATATGTGCTTATAATTTGATAATTTCACATTTTAAAAATAAAATTACTATTATGATAACCAATAAAATAATTAGCAATATATATTTATATTTTATTATAGTTTTAAAAAATCTTAAGCCTGGAGACCAAGAAGAATAATTAGTGTGCGCAACATAACAATCAGTGCATGTATATGGACAAGTTTCATCATTATAAATATTACAAGGATGTAAGAATTTTCTATCTATTAAAACCATATCATGATTTGGATTAATTTTAGCATATTCTGTAATTGAATCATAAAATAATTCTGTTGCAGTAGATTTGTGTACATCATTAACTAAATGTTTTCTTTCAAAAATATTTTTAAAAATAATTGCAAAAACAGGATGTTTTGGTATAGATCCAATTATGCCATTTAAATATCTTTTAAAATATTCATGAAATAAATACGCAGTGAAAAAAAAATTATATTGTAAAAATGGTGCTAAATTTTTTCTACATACCATATCCATGTCTAAATATATTCCACCATATTTATAAAGTATAGCATATCTGGCAAAATCTGCTTTTTGTGCCATAATCGTATAATTTTCATATAAATCCAAATATTTTTTACCATAATTATTTTTTAACATGTCTTTTATTTTATCATCATCCCATAAAATATGCTCAAAATCATTATTAATATTTTGACAACTAATATGTAATATTTTTAAATCTTCTGGTATTTGATTGTAACCCTGAATCCAAATTTGATGAATAATTTTGGGTATCATAAACTTATAATATTATATAATATTATAAGGTTATTACCTTACCGCATTAAATTCTACTTTTTTCTTGGATTGATGTAGAATATATTTGTAATATTTTTTAATAACCTTATCTTGACTGCTATATAAATTTATTAAATTATTTATTTTTTTCATATATGGATTAGTTTTATTAGTATCAAAATCAAAAACATAAAGATTATCAGGTTTAAGTTTATGGATTAATTTACTTATTTTCTTGTGTTGTGCATGTCCATATTCACCTTGTAAGTTATGTGTAAGAATTATTTTATATTGTTTTTCTGAAATTAAATTTTCTAGTTGTTCTAATAATTTAGTTTCATTCCAATTCCAATTAAAATTTGCATCCTCGTAATCCCACATTTCATATGCACATTTTAATTTATTCATGACATTTATAAATTCTTTCTTTCTATAATTTTCTTTATTGAAAGAAATGAAATTGTTAGATTTTAATGTAGCATTCGTTACACAAACTATTTTCCATCCTGGATCTTCTAAAATAAATTTTGATCCAAATATTAATTCATCATCAGGATGAGCAATTATCATTAATTTATCTGCATCCAAATTTGTATTTCCTTTGATGACATAATTAGAACTATGTAAATTTCTAACTATCAAAAAGTAATAAATGAATAATATGATTATAACAATAATAATGTAAATAATTTCAGTAAGTGACATTATATAATTATAACTTATTTAATTATATATTGCGAACCTATTATATATTATGCATATTTTGTATTAAATAACTCATGATGAATAAATATACTTTTGTAAGTATTTTTTTTTTCTCAATATGATAAGGTCTAATATGTGCAATTGCTTCATCATATGTAAACCATTTAATATCTCCAATTTCATAAGAATCATAATCTGCAGCAGATGTTTTATTATTATTATTATTATTCAAGGCTAAATAATAAATATGTCTATAATTAACACCATTGGTACCAGTTAATTTTTCTTCTATTGGTTCAATTTTATTTAATATAATATATTCATTTTTTTTATAACCTGTTTCTTCTTCAAATTCTCTACATGCACATGTTAAATTTTCTTCATTTCTTTTATCTCTACGACCTTTTGGAAATCCCCATTCTGGTTTTTTCCATTTAGGTTTAATATATTTTGTATAAAAATTTAAATCAAGAGGTATATCATTATTTTTATCATTTGTTGGATTTGATAACATGTTAAATTTAATTTTTGCTTCACAATATTCATTTGAATACTTACCCTCATAAATTCTATTTAATACAGTTTCTTTTGGTTCAGAATTTCTATTCAAAAAATAATACAATATATTATCATATTGATTTTTTCTAATATACTTTATTTCATCATCATACATTTGTTCAAATAAATTAATAATTGTATTGACATCTGAAACATTATATTTCCCTCTTATAAATTCTATAAAACCAAGCGAGAATTTTCTACTTACCATCATAAATAATATTTTATTTTTATAATAACAAAATTTATGGATATCTTCCTCATTAGTATATGATATTTTTTCGTTATCAAGTTTATAAACATTATTTTTATCCTCAAGATTATTAATATTATCGGATATATAACATTTAATCTCTGGATATTTTTTTGACGAAATTTTATAAAAAGTATTTTTTTTCGCGCAAAATCTATTTTTTAATATTAAACTTTCATTGTTATCTTCATAAATATTAATATTTATTATTCCAAAACTAGTAATAGGTTCCATGCAATTTTTATATTCATGACCTATTTTCCCACAATTTGTACACTGTGTTTTCTTTTTCAAAATATTTTCATATTCCATGATATTCTGATGGATTTATTAAATATTAGATTTAATTTTTTAAGTTTAAACTCGAAAAAATTAAATTTAAATATTAAATAAATTCTTGAGTATTATTATCATCTCCCATGATTAATGCTTGATCGTTATCAAATGACGATATTTCTTCTTTTGTGGCAAAATCAATCAATTTACACATTGTTAAAATTTTATTTTCGTCAATACTACTATTAATATTCACCACAGATACTTTAATATAATCTCCTTTTTGTATTGCTGTTTTGTTATTATTATAAACTACATTACCTGATACAATTGTAAATTTATCATTATTAATATTATTGTACATGATAATAACTGTAACAGGTCCATTTTTTGCTATTAAGTAACCTTTAATAATATTTTCAACAACACAAATAATTGTCAAATTTATAGTTGGTGAACAAACTAAACATTCAAATTTTACATCATATACTGCTGTACTAGCAAAATTAGATTTTGGTATAATTCCTGGTTCATAACTTATTAGTCTGTTGATTTTTAAAACAATACCATCCTTTGTAACTTTTCCTTTAACTTTTGATTCTAAATTTCTCAATAAATGTTCATCCATTTCACTATCCATTTGATCTGGTAAAAGTGATACTTTATTTTCTAATTGTGTTTGATAATAAAGACTTATTTGTGCCATATTATTAATATTTATATTGATTATATTTTATATATAATCAATAAAATCCAAAAAATTTTCAATATTTTGGCACATTTTTATGTAATTTATAAATCATATTTAATGTATATTATCATTATGATCTTCTATAAATTAATAATGCAATTATGATTATTACAATTATCAAAATAAATAAACCTATCCAAAACAAGTTATAATTATTTTTCATTACACGAAATGCTTCACGAGTATTGCTAAAATTAGGCGTCAAACAAACTGCTCTATACGTATCGTATTGGTATATAATTTTAGGACTGGCTTCTAATCCATAACCAACATAAGATCCTGAATATTCAATTCTAACGGACGAAGTTCTATTGGCAAAATTTCTTTGACATAAATTAAAAAGAGTTTGGTTTGGACTATTATTATCTATTATATGATATGGACCTGAATAATTATTACCAGTGTACAATGTTACTTTTGTATATGGACCTAATGAAACTGATGAAATTGTATTAATTCCCAGATGGATAATTGGGTTGGAATATTTTGGTGAAGGTGGAACAGCATTTCTTGACCAAATATCATTATTAGATCCAATAGCGCTATAATTACCAATCGTAGCTGTTGATTGTTTACCTGTCAAATCACAATTAATAGAAAAAATAGCATAACCACTATTTAAAGGTGATGCAATCATATTATTTGTTATTCCTCTGGATATATTTACGCCGCTTATCGATTGATATAATAATGGTAAGTTATTCGAGTTATACAAATATTGATCACTTAATAATGCGGCAGTATAAGGTCCTAATATATAATCTCTTGTTTCATTATTATTAACATTAATATTAGATGCAGGTACAGAAAAATTATTAATATTAATAGATTGTTCTCTTGTAATATTCCCATTATAATTTGATATTAAAATGTTACCTGAATCCACATGGATATTATTTAATATTTTAGTACCAATAATTTTTATTTCATAATCATTTAAAATATGATAATCAATAATATTTGACATTAAATTTTTAAAATCATTAGAAAATGATGTTTCCATATCGTAAATTAAATCATGTTCTAAAGATCCATTCTTAAAACTAATTTCACGTTTTATGCTGTCGGTATCGATATATGATACAATTAATGTTGTTAATGGACCCATAATTATTTGTAAAATATTACCAAGACATTGTAGTTCAGGTCCATTTTTTTGAATTGTTGTATTGGGGAAAAAAGAAATATTTTTACCAGTACTTCCTAAAAAAATTATAGTATGAGGAGGTAAAGTACTAATTTGTGCAGTGGGTAAAGAACCTATTGGAATTGATAAATTATTTCTAATTATTTTTGGTATATAATTATTTACTGGATTAATTTTATTGTAAGTAAATTTATTTGTTGCATCGGAACAATCATGTACTTCTCCAACTTGATTATTTTGTTCGAGAATTAAACACATTTTATCATTTTGTGATAATAGATAATCATTAGACAATTGCCATTTTTGACTAGATGTACCATCACAATTACGTAATTCAGCTTTGTGTCCATTTTCAATTTCACTACCTGATGTTATACACCAATCACCGTATCTTATTTCTTTGGTTGTTGGATTATAATCAAATTTTTGATTATTTTCATTATTACAATAATCTGCGGATAATTGTAAACCTTCATAGATATTATCTTCATTAACCGTTAAACATTTATTATTAGTAGATAAATTAATAGGTATACTAGTAGCATTTCCCATTGAGTATATAATATTAAAAGATTATATTTATGATAAATACTATTATCAGCTTTGTTGAAAATAGTATTTGTAAATTAATTAATTTTCATAATCCACTGATCCCCTTCTTGAACTGCACCATAATTTTTCATAATATCTTGGTATTTATTCATACCAGTAAATATTAATTCATAATAATAATAATTAATATCATCAAATCTTCCTTCAGTATTAATAATTCTTATTTCAGGACTAATATTGGAACGTGTTTCTCTTTCAATATCTCTAATAATATAATCAACTCTATCTTCTAAATTTAATGGGAATGGTATGGTTGGATGATTAGCGGGAACAATGAGATAAGTCATTTTATTCCCTTCTTTGTTTGTTGAATATTTTTCCAAATCATACAGTTTGTCTCGTATTAAATCACAAATACCAACGCGACTGTATGTATTATCTACTTGTAATTTTAATTTTTTGGAAATATTATAAAGATACTGTTTATCTTTGGAAGTTTTACAAACGGCACCTTTAAATGATGGAACACCTGTTTGTCGTTTCTTGGACAAAATTTTAGGACGTCTTTTTCTGATCTTAAATTCATCAACCACTTCATTTTGATTTTTCCTTCTTCCAGATTCTTTATCTATAATGCCTACATAATCGAATTCATCTCTTTCATCATAATAATCTTGTATAGAATCAAAATCATATGGTACATCATATATATTATTATCTCCATTATCATTATCAACTTCATCACGATTATTATTACGATAATCTGTGTATTCATCAGTATTCTGAATAAAGTTTTTGATACTTATTTTATTAGTTGTAGGTATTTGATAAGTTCTTCTATAAAACATTGGCAAGTCTTCATTCTGATCAAAAGGCTGGAATATATAATATTTATTCCTATAAATAAGATATCCTGGTCGATTATATTTATCCATAATTGTATCACTAAAATTATTAAAATCATTTCCTGTTATGGGAATTAAATCATCAACGGCTTGATAAACATAATAATCATCAAACATATCGCGTTTATCTTCTGGAAAAGATCTTTTAACATATTTTAAAATATCACGTAACGTAAAAACATATCCTATTTTATACATCTCTTTTATTTTACTTTTTGCATATTCTATTTCATCGGTAGCTAATGAATTATTATAAGTTGAATAATTTAATTCAGATCTTGCAATTTTTTTATAAATATTTCTTTCTGGATCATAATATTTTGTATTTAATAATTTATCGCCACATTTAAATTCGCATGACATGTATCCACATATCGCTGGACATGGGTTATTTTTTGATCCACAATTTCTATATCTTTTCATTTCTTCAGGAAAAATATTACCACTAATGTTCAAAGGACAATCTATTGCTTCTTCTTGTAATATTCTTTCTGTTTGTTTAATTAATTTATATTTGAGTTCAGCTTTCTTGTATAGTTGTTCTTCTGTTGATAATCCATCGTGTAAAGACACAACATATTTATTAACTTCAACTTTAGGAAAAGGATTGTCTTGGTTAATAATATCATAATGAGTACAAAAACGAATACCTCTACCAATGGCTTGATCAACTCTTCCTAAATTAAAATGCACATCTAAAATATGTATTTCTTTAATATTTCTTAAAGTAATACCTTCATTCATTACCTTAGAACCAACAACAATTTTAATAAATTTACCATCGCGATTTTCAACATTATTAAATATATTTTTTAGTATTCTATGTTTTTCTTCAGGAATTTGTTCAATATCTTCTTCAGATTTACCTGTAACAGTAATATATGTAGCTGGATAAAAATCATGGTCGGGAATATCTTCCGGTATATGTTTATGATCACCATAAGTATAATCACAATAATAACATCTTGTGTCTCTTCTAATGCTATAATTGTTTGGATTTTCTTGAAATTCTAAATATCCGTTTCTTTGAAGTATTTCTTGGAAAATACCTATTCCAACTTTCACTAAACTTAAATAAACAAAAATTAGACCAGATCCACGTTTACCATAAACAGCAGTATTTATTTTTTGTAATGCTGTGTAAAACTTAATAGAAAAATGTTTTAAATATTTTTCATGGAAAATATCTCCACTTAAAGTTTTTCCATTGTCTGTTAAATATAGAAGAGTGGAAGGATCCTCTATTTTATATTCTGATAATATAGTTGTCGCTAAACGATTGTTGATAGCATCAGTATTATTTCTTAGTTGATTTCTAACTTCATTAATTCCTTTAATACCATAATATCCTTGTATTTCTTTATTATTTCTATCTCGTGGTAGTCCTGGAAATACGAAATTTGCAACAGCTTCTGAATTTCTATCTAAACTATCATCTTGTGTAGCAACAACATCTTCATAAACAGATAATTGAAACGGTAACATAAAACATCTTGTTACTTTAGTAAAATCAAGTCCAGGAGGAATTTCACCTATATCTACTCTTTCTGCAAAAGTTAAAGGATCAGCTCCACGTAGGAAGGATACATAACCTCTTACCATTTTTCTTAAATAATCGCGACCATTAGGTTTAAAATCCATTTCACTTCCTCTTTGACTTGTGAATATTTTATCTCTTTCCATTTGAAAATTTTTTGGTCGTAAATAGTTTATTAATTCAACAATACTGTCAGCCAAATTTTTCATTGGTGTTGCAGAAAGTAAAACTACTCTTAAATTTTTTGATGAATCAATTATCTTTCTTACTGCATTTCCAAATTCATTTCCAGTTATATTATGCGCTTCGTCTATAATTAAAAGTGTATTATCTAAATTATATATTCTATCAATAGATATATCTCTTTCGATTTCTCCGGTTTCTGTTTTTCTACTAGATAATTTTACTTTATTACCTGTAACAACTTTTTCTCTTATTTTTTCGCCCAAAACTTTCTTATAAAAAGAACGATAAGACATAATACGATAATATTGATTAACAATATTCAAAGCATTTTTTCTAATTTTATTTCTTTCAGCTTCATTTATTATGACTGTTCTATCTTGAAAGACTTTAGTGTATGTTTCACCAGTACATTTAATAATTTCATTTAAAAAATTTTGTTTATTTAGTGGTCCAGGTACTAAGACATGTATTCTAGTACCATATTTTTCAACCATTGATTTAAATCTTTCGGCAATTGCAACAGCGGCACAAGTTTTACCAACACCAGTACCATGATAAATTAATACTCCCGTATAAGGAGTATTAGGATTAATAAAATTAGCCAGTAATGATTGTGTTTCACTAAGTCTAAATGTTCCAGCACATTTTTCATCTCTAAATTCTTTTATTTCATCATAAGTGGATAATATATTTCTTGGTGGAATTTTATGAATGTAAAATTCACGTTTAGTGTATATTTGTTCTTGAAAATCATCCTGACTTGGTGAAGGATATGTATAATTTTCCAACATGTGTTCTTCCAAATTATAATTTTCAGATTCTGTATTATTATTTAAATCTTCGTCTGCATCTATATCAGTACTTGTATCTGTCTCTTTTTTTCGATTATTCATATTATATTATTGATATATTTATAAAGTTGCATTATTATCGTATTAATTATCTTGAAATATTTTTATAATTAGTCTTTGCTTATTATTATTTATTACAATATTATTAATAAACCGATAAAAAAAATATTTTATATATTTGTAATATAACGTATTTTTAAAATATTACTTATATATATAAAAAGAATAAGATGAATCTCAATAAATCAAAATATAGCCGCGATGATAGAAAACATATTGTAGAATCTATTGAAAATCTCAAAAACGACAAAGATTATGTCGCAATTTTTAAGATTTTAATGAATGATAGTGCAAATTCTTATACTCAAAATTCTAATGGTGTATTTTTAAATTTATCACTTGTAAGTGATGATACATTGGATCAAATATCTAAATACTTAAAAAAAATTAACAAAACTAAAAAGAAATATATTGATCTTGATGTAGATGTTATACCTAATTATGATATTTCAAAAAATGAACGTGTTTATAAATTAAGTAATTACGAAAAAAATATTATTAAACAAAGAAATCTTAAAAAAGTATTAGAAGAAGATAATCAATATGAAGAATTACGATTTTCTGCCAAAAAATCATCCAATAAAAAATCATCCAATAAAAAATCTTCCACCAAAAAAACATCAAAAAAACACAAACAAGAAATTTTAGATCAATAAAAATTGAATTTTTATTATTTATATAAATATCTAACGCTTATTAATATTAGTTAAAAATGACTAATATTAATTTGCATAAAATATTTAGGCATTTAGCAAATGATGAAAATTTTTTATCCACTATTATTGAAGTTAATCAATTTAAATTTACAAATAAAAAAACAAAAAAAATAAATTTAATCTAATGGAAAATATGGTTACAGAATACATTTCTCTCTCTCCATACGAAACACAAGACTTTTCATTATTTCCCCATAATATTAAGCCATATGTAAGTCCCAATTGTAAAAGACTAGGAATTAAAAATGTTATCGAAAATCTGACTGTCATTAATATTTCATTTCTCAATAGTTTAAATATATTATTAAGGCCAGATTTATATGATTTGAATTTAGACGATCACGTTAAAAGTTATTTAGAATTGGTAGAAGTTATTAGACATAAAATCCATAGAAATTTTCAAATTGATAAAGTTAAAAACACAAAGAAAGTTCAAGCAATCAATCAAGAATTAATAAAAAATTTAATTGAAGGTAAAATATGTCATGATTTAATACAATGTGTTGTAAATATATTTGAAATAAATTTATTGGTATTTGATTTTACAAAAATGGAAATATCTTTGTATTGGGCAAGAGGTCATAAATATCCATATTTAAACTTATTTAAAGATATTTATTCTATGGCATTTATTCATGGTAATTATGAACCAATTATGCCATTGAATGATACTATAAGTCAAAAAAATAAACACGATATTTATAAATATTTATTAACTCACATTTCTGAAATTAATTCTATGATACCAATTAAATTATCACCCTGCTCATTACTTTATATTTATTCTTGGGATATATCGGTGGATGAATTAAATATTATATATAATACTTTTTTCCATAAACAAGTACCATTAATTTGTTAATAGTTTATACTAATAATAGAATAATATTTATAATATTATTAGTATATTATGCGTGCTAAATCACATAGATATCCCGATGATAATGATATATACACAGATACCACATATTATGATAAAGAAGAAAATTATTTTGATTTGGGTTTTCAACGTCTAAAAATTATTAATATAGATTCGTATCCTGAATTTAAATATTTAGAAAAATTATTCATTAATAATAATAAATTAAAAAAATTACCTGATTCTAAATATTTACCACATTTAAAAGAACTTGTATGTTCAAATAATGAATTATCTCAAATACCATTATATCCAAAATTAATTTATTTGGATATTTCTCATAATAAAATTTTGGATTGTAGTCATTACAATAATTCAAATATTAAATACTTTGATTGTTCTTTTAATAGTGGATTTAAATTAAATTTTAATATACCATCATGTAAACAATTATATATAAATGATACAGGAATAGAAAATATTAATTTAAATTATTGTCCGTATTTAGAAATATTAGATTGTAGTAATAACTTATTAAAAAAAATAGAAGGTGGTAATAATTTAATTGAAATAAATATACAAGATAATAATATAAATACAGTACCAGTTTGGCCAAAACTATTAAGATTAATGGCAAATAATAATATTATAAATTTTTTGGATACATATCCAGAATTAATATTTATAACAATAAGTTATAATAAATTACAACAAATTAATGATCAACCAAAATTAAAAAAAATTATTGCAAATAATAATAATATTATAAAGATTGGAAACGTGCCAAATTTAAAATTTATTGATTTAAGTTACAATAAAATAAAATTATTAGAAATGCCTATCAATTGTAAATATGCATATTTACACTTTAATGATTTTCAAGCAATAAAAATATCTGACAAAAATGTTTTTTTAAAGTTACGTGAACTACAAATAGATTTTTCTACTTATTCAAAAATATATGATCAATTCCAAAAATATATAAGTTCGATAAATATTCAGGTTAGTGGAGAACAACTAACTTTGTTTTTAAAAAAAATAAGTAATGTGTTTAATGATAATATAATTAAAATTATATTTAACAAATTAAATAGTATTAATTTCCCAAAAAGGGAACAGGAAATAACTTACATTTCGTATTTAATTTTTAACAAATATTTTTCCAAGTCCAAATATAATAAAATAACGGATGTTATTGATATTACAGAGTTTAAAACTCTTAATCAAATTATATTAAATGCATATTATCATAATATGATAATAACATTATATTTTAATGGTTATTATTGAGGTTTGAATAATAATCCTGATTTCCAATTATATTTTTCAGAATATTCATAAACTGTTTTAAATTCTTTTATATATTCCGTAATAACATTTTGATCAGTTATGTATAATGCATTTTCTAAAGAATAATTGCTTGTTTTAGATAAATTATAAGATCCTGTCCACAAACCAATGGGTTTAAAATTTTCATCAAAGAAAACTAAAAACTTGTGATGCATTTTGGATAAATTATTAACAACACCACATGTTAATACTGCGCCTTCTTTATTATTTTTATTACTCAAACCTATTATTTCATTAAATTTATCACATTCATTAATTTTTTTATTGCAACACAAACAATTGCTATTAAAAATATCAGGAAGTGTATCATATTTATCTCTCAAGGATTTATAATAACTTCTACTTCCTAATATCATATTGGAACTTAGAAATTCTTCTTTATTCACTATAATTTTACATCCGTGTGTTTGTTTAAGGGCAGTTAAAACATTATCGCTCGTCAACCATGCTACACATCCAATGATATATTTAGAATTGTTAATATAATTAATTATTTTTTCTTCCAGATTTTCAAAATATGGTCTGATACTTTTACTATTATCTTCTAAATGAATATTATTGGGTCTTATTTTGTTTAAATTTATTGTACGAATATTATTGTACGTTCCAGTGGTCTTCATTCTAACTTATATAAAGATAACATTATAAAATTTAAAGGAATTAAATGAGAAATTATTTATTAATATTTAAATTAATAATTGAAATATTAATAGGTTATTGATAATTATTTGCACTAATTGGTATAGAAATTAAAATATCATATATTATATATTTACGATATGGTAACGAAAAATAAATCTGAAAATATACGCGATATTCTTGGTTCAGATAATGTATCAAGAGTGGAAGAAATGATAAATAATTTCAGAAAAAATCGTAATACCGAATTTGAAATTTCTGTCAGAAAAATAAATTATTCCAACTATATTAGAATAAGTGAATACTATGTTAATACCTCATCTGATATTCAACAAGTTACTTCACTTGATATTTCTATAATATTAGAAGATGGTAATACATATCGAGTTAGTTTTCTTAACGAAAATTTGATAAATGATTTTTTATCCAAATATTCAAATATGAAATACGGTGATATTGTAAAATATATACTTGCTCTTAATCCAAATGATGATATTGAAATTATTTATAAAAATAGAGGTTCGGCAGATAGATTATCTATTGAAGATTTAAACCTAGTTGTAAAATTAACAGAAGAAGTACCTGTGTTAAATAATACAACCAAACCAAAATTATCCGGAAGAGAAAAAATACTTTATAGATACAAAAATCGTTATAGTTTTATAATTGATGATATAACGAGAATAGATATAACTGATGTTAAAGAAACACCAAATATTTGGGAATTATCAAGGAAAATATCCAACTATGAAATAGAATTAGAATTCACAAATAATAAAATAAAAAGCAATCAAGTATTTGAAAAAATATTTGATTTGTTAAGGATTGTACAAAATACAGAAATACCTATAGGAATTAGAGAATCAAAACAAGTAATAACTGATTACCAAAATTTATTAAATTTAAGATCATCAAATCATTTAGATAGTAGAAATGTTGTTTCAATAGAAACGCAACATATTGTTAAATTTGTACCAAATAGATACGCGATAACTGATAAAGCAGATGGGGAAAGATATTTTTTATTTTCTACTCCAAACGGAGTATATTTATTATCAACTAATTTGACTGTCAAGAAAGTAAACATTCCCGTATTACAAAAAGATTTTCAGAATATGTTACTTGATGGAGAACTTATAGATATTGATGGTAAAGAACTTTTTATGGTTTTTGATGTTGTTTATCATAATGGTATTGATTACAGATATGATACTAATTATACATTAACACACAGAATTATTATCATTAATGATATAATTGATAAAGCATTTAATAATTTAATACCTTTTACTGATTATACCGATAAGTATAATAATTTGGAACTGGATAAAATAAAAGAATTTTATTCTAACGAAATAAAAACTTACTGGAAAAATTTTAGTAAAAAATTAAAAAATTATTCTGGATTATTTATATCGCGAAAACTTTATTTTGTTCCTTATGGAATTGATTCAAGTGAAGTTTTTATGTATGCTGATCTTGTGTGGAAATTATGTGTATATGATCAATTAACACCATATAAACTTGACGGTATTATTTATACTCCAATAGCTTCACCATATATGATAAAGACCAGTGCTAATGAATTGGATTCCGTTCCAATGGAATATAAATGGAAACCTCCTTCACAAAATTCCATTGATTTTTATGTTAAATTTGATAAAGATGCAAGAGGAAATGAAGCAATTTATTATGATAATGCCGTGGTGAGAGGAGAAGGTAGACCATACAAAGTTTGTGGTTTGTTTGTGGGCCTTAATAAAGGCGGTGAAGAAAAACCTATTGCATTTAAAGTTGCAGGTGTCGAACAAAAAGCTTTTATATATTTAACAAATGATGAAGCATTGGATTTAAGTGGGAATGTTATTAATGATAATACAGTTGTAGAATTTATTTTTGATAATTTTAAGACTGATATGGATGATCCTTATAAATGGATACCAGTGAGAACTAGATATGATAAAACTGAATCAGTTCAAAAATATAGGAAAAAATATGGTAATAATCTTCATATAGCCACTAGAATTTGGAGAACTATTACTAATCCAGTTACTGAAGAAATAATAGCTGCATTAGGAAATGCATCAACTTTTGAAAAAGAAATGTCGAAATTAGTGAAAATGAATGAGTCATATAATAAACAATCATTTTCTTATTATCAAAAAAATACTTCAAATGCAATAGGAATGCGTGCATTTAATAATTTTATTAAATCAAATATGATTACAACATATTGTAAAGATAAAGATAGTGTTTTAGATATTGGTTGTGGAAGAGGGGGAGATTTAATTAAATTTATACACGCTAATATAAGAGAGTATGTTGGTCTTGATATTGATAATAATGGATTATACGTTATCAACGATTCTGCGTTTAATAGGTATAAAAATTTAAAGAAAACAAATAAAAATGTTCCACCAATGACTTTTATTAATGCTGATGCAAGGGGTTTATTTAATGTCGAAGCACAAGAAAAAATATTACCAAATATGTCTGAATCTAATAAAAAATTAATAAATAATTATTTATCCAGTAATAAAAAATATGATGCGATAAATTGTCAATTTACTATACATTATTATTTATCAGATGATATTTCATGGAATAATTTTTGTCAAAATATTAATAATCATATTAAAGATAATGGTTATTTATTGATTACATGTTTTGACGGTCAATTAATTTATGATAAACTTAAAGGTAAACAAAAATATTCATCATCATATACTGATAATTTTGGTAAAAAAAATATATTTTTTGAAATCAATAAAATTTATTCAGACGAAGAAATAAAACCTGTGGGAATGGCCATAGATATATATAATTCTCTCATTTCCAATCCAGGTACATATCAGCGTGAATATTTAGTTTTTCCTGATTTTTTGCAAAAATCATTAAAAGATCAATGTGGTTTAGAATTAGTTGAAACAGATATGTTTTATAATATTTTTAATTTGTACAGAAATTATTTTACAATAAATAATGGAACATTTTCAACAGGAGAAATTTCAAGTAAAAGATATAATGAAATAAAAGATTTTTATTTGGCTCTTGAAGGTAAATCTAGTAGTGTCACAGAATCAGATATCGCATTTGCAAGTTTCAAATTGGCTATGCTCAATAGATATTATATTTTTAAGAAAAAAACAGTCATTAACATAACAGAACCATCTCATATAGTATCCGGTGTTAATAAAAAAACAGATTTAGGAAAAGTATTAATGCCTTATTTTATTACCAATAATATGATAATTGACTACTCATTGGGAAATAATGATGTTAATAAAATATATCATTTTATTAGAAAAAAATACAGTCCAATTAAACCATCCGTCTATCTCGTAAGACATAATATTATTGATAATCCAATGGACGGAATAACTTTTTCTAGAAACAAATTAGAATTTATCAAAATAAAAAATGGTACTGATCCAAAAGTATTATTAATATATAAATCTCCAGAAAAAATATTTTACCCATTTTATTATCAACGTCTTGAAAATCATGATTATAGCGAGGATTACTTAAAAAATAATATTTATTTAAAAGATAATGGAACCTATTTATTGGATTCCAATAAAATTATTAATGATTTGAATATGTTGGTTAACATAAGCGGAAAAGTGTAATAATAAATAATTTTTTATCATTTATTATTAATAATATAATACAAATGAATCCTGTAATTTTTATGTTTCCTACCAGTGATCAGATAAATATTAATGAATCAAAATTAGTTTACGACTCGCAACCGAGTCCAAAACTAATAAAATATGGATTCAATAATATTAATGAAGAATTAGATATTTTATCACTTACATCTAATCCTTACTATCGAGTTGGATTAAATTTTGATTTTGAAAGAAATGATGAAAATTCCATTGTATCTATTGCATCTAAATTTTTTAATTATGATGGATTTAATAAAAAATATGCAGAATTATGGGAAATCATAAACAATTTTAAATTATTAGATAATTCAAATAATATTGCAACTTCACATCCTGAAATAGTTACTAATATTTCCATAAATTATAATAAACTACGCGATAAAAATTATAAACATCAAATATTTGGTCTTGATACAAATAAAAAATGCAACTTGGTTATTGATAGATTTAGTGATGTTGATGTTGAAGAAAATGCTGTAGTTCAGTATATAATTAATCATCTGGGTAATTTGTTAAATAAACAATTAGTTGGTTCTAATATGGTTATTCAGATGTTTAGTACACAAACACAAACAACAGCTGAATTAATATATTATTTATCTGCATTATATAATCAAGCCTATATAATGAGACCAATAATATCTTCAGATTTTTCTGATGAAAAATATCTTGTTCTTTTGGGACTAAAAGAAATACCAAAACTACCTGATTTTTTAAGTTCTGATAACACGTATATTATATCATTTGGCTTGAATGTTCCTGGTAATATAATGTCAATAATTCAATGTCTTAATTCTTATATCATGCCTCAAAAATATATAAGGTATAACAAAATAAAGCAATATTTAGACACAAAAGTTTATGAAGGTGCTACATATCAAGACATGATTAACTCACAAAATAAAGATACTCAAAATTGGATGAATACTTACACAGATTTATCTAACATAAATAATATGCTCGATAAAAATATTGAATTTACTTCAAAAAATTGTTTACTTGAATCTGGTCTTACTGATTTATTAAATTAAATTAGAAGTCTTCATTTCTTGAATTTTTGCATCTGCGTCAGCTTTTAAATTTGCCGGAAGGAATTTATTTGCTAACATTTCGGACAATTCAGATTCGGTCATATTACCTTTATAAATTTTATCCATATAATAAAGTATTGATGCAATAATATCCATTTTTTCCCCTCGTATAACTTTTGTAAATATTTCTGTATATCTATCAGAAAAATATGAAAATTCTTTACCCAATGTATCATAAACCATTATATATTCTAAATTAACAAGATCCGGATCTTTCATTCTTTTTTGAATTAATTTGATTGTTTTCATTATTTCAATAACACGCGGATCTGTTATTCCAAATTTATCAATTGTATCATTTGACATTTATTTATAATAATAATTACTATAAATAAATTTTATATTATGACATAATATGAATTATTTTTCAGGTTCAGAATTTTCTATTTTTTGTAAAATTTCAAAAATAGTTTGAAATTGTTTATTATTATCATCTAATAACTTGTTAATTGTGTTTGACAGTATTTTATTTTCATTTTCTAATTGATTCACTTTATTTTCTAATAAAGATAATTTAGTGTCATAAAAAATAGAATGAAAATCTAATGCTCCTTTATTTATTTCATAAGCAAATTCTAATTTATTAAATTTTTTGTCGTAATTTTTTATAGTTTCATTAAGATTTTGTAAAACACCCACTGTTTGTAATTTTAAATTTGTAATAATATATTCAATATCATTAACTTCTGATTTTAAATCAGACACAATTTTATCTTGATTGTTTATTTTTTTGTTTATTAAATTATCACTTTCTACTAAATCTTTTTCAACATTATTTACATTTTTTTGTAAACCAGTAATTTCATTATCAATGCTTGAGATTTCTGAAACTATATTTTGGAAATTATTATTTAATTTTAATAATAATTTATCATAATTTTTTTGAGCTTCGATTAATGTTTTCACAAGATTTTCTAACTCGATATTTGCCATTTATATATATTAATGATATAATATATCACAATATATACATACACAAAATGTTTCTAGGCGTAATATTTACAATAAAACTGTAAATAATACCCTAGAACAATTATTCCGAGTCAATATATTTAGAATTTCTGATTAAATTACCTAGATTTCTATTTTTTTTAGATATTATTTTTTTAGATACAGGTTGTACATTTTCATTATCTGATTCATCTGAAGATAAAAATTCAATATCTCCTATTTGAGCTCTCAAAACATAATTTTCATTTCTGGGACGAATAATTTTATGCACCTTTTTAGTATTTTCACGAGTAATTTTCATTTCTTCTTGATATTTCTTTAATCGGTCCAAAGCTGTTTGAATTCTCATAACATCAAAATCATGTTTCACACACATAAAGTCCATTAGTTCTTCATACTGGAATTTTCTTAATTCTAGTTGTTCATCAGTTAATATAAAATCTTTTGATTTATCCAATTTATCAAGAGCAGTATAAAAATAATTTCGAGCTTCAATCATACATTTATCATTTTCTGTCAAGTCAAAAGTTTGTTCATTATCAGAATCTGAATCACCTTCTCTCTTTTTATGAACCATTTTAATTACTTCTTCAAGACTACCACATTCTTTAATTTTATTGTAAGCAGTTTTTGGGCCAATTCCCTTAATATTATCACAATAATCACAACCTAATAATACGCACAAATCTGTAAATTGTCGCATAGTTAATCCAGTTTTAGTGAGTGTTTTATTAAGACTAATAATTGTCACTTCTTTATTTTTACTCATAAATTTCAACATATCTTTAAACAAATAAGGAGCACCAAGTGCTAACATATCTGAATCATCCGAGCAAACACCTTTAACATATCTATCTCCATTTTCATCTCTACGAGCTGCAAGCCAAGAACATACAACATCAGCTTCACCTGGTGCTACAATATATGGAATACCCATAAGATCAAGTAATATTTGCGCTTCTTGAATATCGCGTTTTGAAGGCGTAAATGTTTGTTTAAAATTTTTAATATATTCCTCATCTTCAGAATCATCTAAATCTTCTAATTTTTTTTCAGCCGCATCTTTTTTAGATCTTCTAATGTCAACTGTTTTATTTTTAATATCTGGAGCTTTACCATCAAAAACACAAATTGGAGTCATACCATTTTGTAAAAAAACCAACATCTTGTATAAAATTCCATAAAGATGACTTGTTAATTCTCCTTTTCTATTTTTCATATCTTTTCCGTTTGATCTCATTGCAATTACTGTTTGATGAATCAATAAACTCATATCCACTGATACTTTCATTCCGTGAAATTTAGAAAAATTATAAGATCTGACAGCATAACCATTAGTTATCTCTCTTATTAATTTGGGCAGTCCTTTAATCCCCATATTATTTATGTATTATATATCCTTACTTTAAATAAGTTATACATATATATAATCAGGATATCAATTTTTTTAAATATGATATTCTAATTTTTGTGGAATAAAAAATATAACTATTATTATATAAATGGCTAAAAAAGATACCGGATTCTATGTTATAATCGCGCTTATATTATTAATACTTGCTTATTGGTTCTGGAGAAATTATATGGCTAATAGAGAAAATGTTGTTGTTAACAATCAAACATATCAAGTTTTACAATCAAATATTAGGTCTTTGAATCAACAACTTCTATTTTTGAAACAACAAATATCTAACTTACATGTACCTATACCAGATGATGTTAGAAATAATCTCACAAGAACAGTTAATAACATAAATCAACAAGTTGCAGCTCTTAATAATCAAGTTCAAGTATTTTTACCAAAAATTGATCGTAATCAATTAAATGAATTAGGTCAAACCTTAACTGCTTTTAATACTAATGCTATGGATTTAAATACTTCAGTAAATAATTTATTAAATCAAAACATTAGTTTATTCAGATATACAAATCCCAACAATGTAAATCCTATCCCAAATAATAATGTCAATATGGCTTTTAATCAATTACATCAAAACATATCATCATTACAAAATGATACAACTTCACTTGCTCAAGCATTATCACATGTTAATCCTCAATCAATTCCCGCTAATTTAAGAAACGAACTCACTCATTTAATTCCTAATCTTAATCAAAAAATAGCAGAAATAAGTCAAAGACTTCCAAATATTATTCAACAATTATCACCAAGTCAACATTCAATTTTAAATAATCTTTTAACAACTTTCAATAATGGTATTAATGCACTTAATCGTGTATTAGCACCCATTACTCACCAGCAATTAAACGCAATTAATATTTAAAAAAATTGAAAAATATATAGTCTAAAATATTAACTTTGATATAAAAGATTATCAATACAATAAATTAAAGATGTCGTTCCAAATTTTCGTTAAGACTCTCACCGGTAAAACTATTACCCTTGAAACTTCACACACTGATACTATTGAAGCTGTCAAACAAAAGATTCAAGACAAGGAAGGAATTCCTCCTGATCAACAACGTCTTATTTTTGCTGGAAAGCAACTTGAAGATAACAGAACTCTAGCTGATTATAATGTTTCTAAAGAAAGTACACTTCATCTTGTACTCCGTCTTCGTTAAATAATAAAATTTTATTATTATGTTATATTAATAACATATTAATAAAAAATTGAAATTTAATTATACAAAAAGCGCCATAATCATATTAATACAATATTACAACAACATTTATAATAATGTCTACAAATTCATTCTATAAAATTGAGAGGAAAGTATCTGACAATGATACTCATACTCATTATCAATTCAAAACTGATTTAAATACATTAAAATTAAATAATGGTTTTTATACAAACACTAAACCAGTTTCAATTGATTCACCTATTATTAACACTGCCATAAAAACGGCAAATATTAGTTATTTGGAAAGAAAATTGAATAAAATTCTTGAGGATTTTGAAAGAGAAAAAATTGAACCAAATGTTGTTATCAACGAATTATCACACAACAGTTTATATTTAAAGGTAACAAATGAAGATGAATGTCATAACGGTTTCCAGTACAAGGATGGATTAAATATCCTCCAAGAAGAGTTTAATGACGATCCAAAAGTTTCATGTGTACCAGGAAGACTTTATTTTACTGAACCTAAATATATATGTAAATATTTAGGTTTTGGAATATATTTACGAGAAGTATACTTACCGAAAGATAATCCTGATTTCAAAATGATAAAAGATCCGGAAGGAGATAAATATGGAGCGAATATGATAATATTAGGAAAAAGACGTGATTTAAGAGATCCTGAAACATGGAAATACATGGCTTCGATTGGAGTAGATATTCACGGAGAGAATGGTTATGCTTTTATTTGGGCTTGTCAAAAAGGATATCTTAAAGTAGTCAAATATTTGGTAAAAAATGGAGCAAATATTCATGCTTTTCATAATTATGCATTTGAATGTGCTTCTGAAGAGGGACATTTGGAAATAGTCGAGTATTTAGTGAAAAACGGCGTAAATATTCATACAAATAATGATATTGCATTAAGATGGGCTTCTGGAAAAGGACATTTTGAAATTGTTAAGTTTTTAGTGGAAAACGGGACAAATATTCATGCAGAAAATAATTGTGCATTAAGATGGGCTTCTGATGATGGGCATTTAGAAATAGTAAAGTACTTAGTAGAAAAAGGAGCCGATATTCATGCAAATAATAATTATGCACTAAGATGGGCTTCTCAAAATGGACATTTGGAGGTAGTAAAGTATTTAAAAAGTTTATCGTAAAAATTGAATTAAATATTGTTATCAATAAATTATCATATGATAATTTATTAATAATGCCTTCAAAATTATATTTTAAAATAACTAAAGATGAGTATCATTATGGTTTTCAAAATGTAAATGGATTAAATATATCCCAAGAAGAATCTAATAATAATCCAAATGAATGTACATCAGTAAGATTATGTTTTACTAAACCAAAGTATATATACAAATTTTTAGATTATGGAATATATTTATGGGAAGTATCTTTACCAACAGATAATCCAGAATTTAAAATGTTCAAGATTTTAAATAAAAATGAATACGTAGCTAATATGATTTTACTAGGAAAAAGACGTGATTTCAATTGGAGTAAATATTGATATATATAATTATGAATTAAGATGGGCTTGTAAAAATGGATATTTAGATGTAGTCAAATATTTAATAGAATGTGGGGCAAATACTGATGATGTTTGTGCATTAGAATTCGCTTGTAAAAATGAATATTTAGATGTGGTAAAATATTTAATAGAAAATGGTGCAAATATAAATCAAGATGACAGTCGTGCATTAAATTTTGCTTGTAGTAATGGAAAATTAGAAGTGGTGAAATATTTAATAGAAAATGGAGTTGATATTTATACCGATAATAAATATGCATTACCATCGGCCTCAAAATATGGACATATAGAAGTGTTGAAATATTTAGTAGAAACTGGAGCAGATATTCATGCAGATGATGATTATGTATTGAGATGGGCTTCTTTGAACGGACATTTAGAGGTAGTGAAATATTTAATAAAATGTGGAGCTGATATTAGTGCAAGAAATAATGAAGCATTAGAACGCGCTTCTACAAATGGACATATAGAAGTAGTCAAATATTTAGTAGAAAATGGCGCAGATATTAATGCAAATAATAATGAAGCATTGAAATGGGCTTCTAAAAATGGACATTTAGAGGTAGTGAAACATTTAATAAAAAATGGAGCTGATATAAGTGCAAATAATAATGAAGCATTGAAATGGGCTTCTGAAAATGGACATTTAGAAGTAGTCAAATATTTAGTAGAAAATGGAGCAGATATTCATGCTGATGATAATGGGGCATTAGTATGGGCTTCTCTTTATGGACATCTAAATATAGTAAAATATTTAATAGAATGCGGAGCAAATATTCATGCGAGTGATAATCGGGCATCAGTATTGGCTTCAAAAAATGGATATCCAAATGTAGTTAAATATTTAGTGGAAAATGGAGCTGATATTCATGCTAATGATGATTATCCATTAAAATATGCTTCTGAAAATAATCGTCTCGAAGTAGTTAAATATTTAGTAGAAAAAGGAGCCAATATTCATGCAAATAATGATGAAGCATTAATACTAGCTTCAAATAATAGACATTTGGAAGTTGTCAAATATTTAATAAAATGTGGAGCAGATTTTAATAATAACAAAAATAAAACTTATGAAATTAGACCTGATGCATTAATTTCAAATGTTAATAGATATGTGTAGAAAAATTGAAAAATATTGTGTCAAATATTATTCAAGATTAATATTATTATACTAATAATAATATTAATCACAGATTGTAATGTCTAATAAAATTTTTTATAAATTAACTAACAAAGATGAATGTCATCATAATTATCAATATGATGATGGATTAAATATTCTAGAAGGAAAATTTAATGACAATCCAAAAGATTTGTATGTTTCAGGAAGGTTATATTTTTCTGATGCAGAAAATATTTGTAAATATTTAAATAGTGAATCATTTTATTTAAGAGAAGTTTTTCTTCCTGATAATGATCCAGATTTTAAAATGATAAAAAATGAAACATGTTTCGGAGCCAATAAAATTATTTTGGGTAAAAGATATTTTCTCAATAATCTTGGCACGTTGGAATACATGATGTCAAATGGAATTAATATTAGAGCGGGAAATGATGCACTCATAAAATGGTATTGTCAAAAAGGATATATTGATAATGTAAATTTATTATTGTCGCAAAATATTCCAGTTGATATTGAAGATAATAGTTTAATTCAGATAGCCTCTTTTAATAAACATTTAGAATTGGTTCAATTTTTAGTAGCAAAAGGTTCTGATCCAAAATGTAATAATAATAGATGTATTAGATGGGCTGCTGAAAATGGTGATATTGAAATGGTTAAATATTTAATATCAATAGATTGTGATCCATTTGTTAATAACCATTGTTTAATACAATTGGCGGCTAAATATGGTGATCTAGAATTAGTTGAATGGTTATATAAACATAGTTTAGATCCCAAATCTAGAAATAATTTATCTATTAGGTGGGCATCAAAATATGGTCACAAAAATGTTACACAATATTTATTACAAATTGCTGCGTATACTTTTTTGGATTTAATTGAATCTATTCAATGGTCAAGAGAAAATAATCAGTATCAAATTATTGAATTATTAATACCTATTTGTTCACACACGAAATATTTTTCTGATAAATCTCGTAAATTAAATAAAACTGATATTGGCAAAAAAGTATTAAAAATACAATCTTCTTATTTATTAAATTCGGGACCTGATTATCAATTTATGAATAATATTTATACACTTAAAAATATTAATATTATTGAATCTGATAATAAATTTGGACCCTTAATTATTTACACAATCATAGATTTAAATGGAAATAGTTACAAAACTTGTCCATATCATAGTTCTGGATGGATTATACTTGATGAAATTTAATTAAATAATAAAATTAGTTAATTAAATATTTTAATCTACTTCTTCAACAGAAGGTCCTTTTGCTGTTTCAGCTTGTGTTTCAGCATTTTGATTTGATTCAGCTGTTTTTTGTGAATATGCTTTAACAGCGATAGGATTCCAAATATCTTCGAGTTCCTTTGTCTTGGCTTCGTATGTTTCTCTAGGTTCGTTAGGATTTTCATCAACAAATTTCGAAAGTTCTGCACATTTTTGTTCTACTTGACTTCTTGATTCAGAATCAATATATTGTGACATAGATTGATCTGATACAGCTTGTTTTACACTATGAACATAATTTTCAAGTTCATTCTTTGCATCAATAGCAGCTTTTCTCTTGTTATCAGCTTCTTCAAACTCTTTGGCTTCATCAACCATACGTTGAATTTGTTCTTCAGTAAATCTACCACGATTGTTTGTAATAGTTATATTTTTACTCTTGTTACTAGATTTATCACAAGCAGTAACATTAAGAATACCATTTGCATCAATATCAAAAGTAACTTCAATTTGAGGAACTCCTCTGGGAGCAGGAGGAATACCTTCAAGATTAAAAGTTCCAAGTTTGTTATTATCTTTAGTGAATTTTCTTTCACCTTCAAAGATTTGGATGGTTACAGTTGTTTGATTATCAGAATAAGTGGAAAATACTTTTGATTTTTTGCATGGGATAGGAGTATTTCTGTCAATAAGATTAGTCATAATCCCTCCAACTGTTTCAAGACCTAATGAAAGTGGAGTTACGTCAACAAGTACAATATTATTTAGTTTCTCGTCTGATTGACCTGATAAAATAGCTGCTTGGACAGCAGCTCCATATGCAACAGCTTCATCAGGATTTACACTTTCATTTAACTTTTTACCATTAAAATATGATGAAAGCATTTCTCTTATTTTTGGAATTCTTGTTGAACCTCCTACAAGAACAATTTCATGGACTTGTGATTTGTCAAGTTTAGAATCTCTGAGAACTTGTTCAACGGGTTCAATTGTTTTTCTAAAGAGATCAGAACAAATATCTTCAAATTTAGCCCTTGTAATAAGAGTATTATAATCAATTCCTTCAAAAAGAGAATCAACTTCAACAGTAGTTTGAGTAGCAGAAGAAAGAGCTCGCTTAGCACGTTCACAAGCAGTTCTAAGACGTCTTAATGCTTTAGCAGATGTTGAAAGATCAACTTTATTTTTCCTCTTGAAATCTTCAACACACCATGATACAAGTCTATTATCAAAATCTTCACCACCAAGATGTGAATCTCCAGCTGTTGCTCTTACAGAGAAAAGACCATCTTCGAGTGATAGTAAAGTTACGTCATGAGTTCCCATGATTGTTATCGTAAGGCTCTTTATCCTTACTTCTATGACTTTCGCCATAGTTCGGACTATATCTTCATGAACGTTATGAATATTTCTCTTATATTCCGTTCATGTCAGGCGCTCGTGGATGTTTCGACTTGAAATCTGAGAATAAATTACAAGTTTACTACATCTAGTCTCTGAACCTTCATCCAATCACTTGGATGCTTGGCTGCGGATAATCCATTTTACATTAAACCTATTATTTTACTTTGTGGTTTAATATCTCTAATATTTTTACTATACCCAAATGATTAGTTTGGCCCCTATCTATGTTACCATGATAGGTTAGTAATTAGAGCTTTAGGACTTCCCCGCAATTCACCTGATTTTTTAATGTGGAAGCAGAACTATTTTACCTCCACAATCAAAGATTAAAACATTTACTTCTTTGTCAGAATTCTTATCAAGACCATAAGCAAGTGCGGCTGCTGTTGGTTCATTAATAATACGTAAAACATTAAGACCTGCAATTCTTCCCGCATCTTTAGTTGCTTGACGTTGAGAATCATTAAAATATGCTGGAACAGTAATTACTGCATCAGTTACTTCTTGTCCAAGATATGAGCTCGCGGTTTGTTTCATTTTGGCTAAAACCATTGAAGAAATTTGTTCCGGTGAAAATTGTTTAGTTTCACCTGCGTGTATTGCTTCTATATATGGTTTACCACCAACATTTATCACCTTAAAAGGCCAATGACGCATATCAGATTGGACAGTGGTATCATCAAAATTACGACCAATCAATCTTTTAGCATCAAAAATAGTATTAACAGGATTAGATGCAGCTTGATATTTAGCAGCATCTCCAATAAGATGTTCAGTTTCAGTAAAAGAAACATATGATGGTGTTGTTCTATTACCTTGGTCATTGGCAATTATTTCTACTTTACCATTTTGCCAAACAGCTACACAACTGTAAGTAGTTCCTAAATCAATACCAATTGCAATTCTGGACATTTATATACTTATCCATATATATAGTTTTAAATCTTTAAATTATTTATTAATTTATTAAATAAATAATTTAAGGGAAATTTTTTAACTCAAAAATAACAATATCATAAATATTTTTATTTTTACAATATAGATGATAATGTATTTCTAAAGATTTATTATTCATTAATCCAGAAAAATGACTTCTATCCAAAGTAAAAATATTACTTTCTTTCTTATCATAAAAAAATATATTATCAAACGGACTTTTTTTACTATCACTTGAAAAACCACATTTTGTGACAAATATATGTAAATCACTTTGCCTAATATCTGAATATTTTTGACATAAATATTCACAAAAAATATCTAATCTTTGGATTGCATTATCTTCTTCAGGTAAATCAATTATCTGTTTGTATAAATTTCTCGATATCATATTTTGATAAATATCAAACGCTTCTGATATTAATTTATAGTTGTCTGGTGATAAATCTGTTCTGACAAAATATGGTGGATTTACTACCGTTTTTATAAGATTAAAAACACTATCATCCGTAAGTTGACAAAATTTATTCATGTCATAAATACTTTCTGAAATTTTAAAAATCGGATCTACTTTTATAAAAATATCTTTTAACATCATTTCTAATAATTTTACGGTTTTATGCGAATAAACTGTTTTATGCATCATATATCTACTGTGAAACATCATAAAAATATCCGCAGAACAATGTTTTGGATAAACAATATTATCAGATTCATCAATAATAAAATCATCAATTAATCTACTACAATTAAATTCAATACCAACATTTAAATTTTTTGAATCGCGTGCCAAATAATCAAATTTATCAACATCAATACCATTAAGATAGTTACAAACAATTTGATATAATACACCTCTATCATTTTTACCAGGATTTATAATGGATTTTATAAAATTAATATCTTTATAATCAAAAACATCACTTAAAACTCTTTTGCATATAATTTCAGTTATTAGACATGATCTATGTTCATGAATACGATTAGGGTGAGAAATATTAGATAATAATACATCATCAAAGATATGACTAAAAGGACCATGACCTAGATCATGACACAATCCAGCTATTTTAATACACTCAATAATTTTATCCGTAAGTGGAATTTTATCTTCATTTAATGTGGGTATATAATATAACCTGTCCGGATATTGAGCTTTTATTTTTTCTAGAATTTTACCAGCCAAATCATATACTCCAAGAGAATGTTCAAATCTTGTATGTGTTGCGGTTGGATAAACCCAACTAGTTAATCCTAGTTGTTGTATTTTTTTCATCCGTTGAAATTCCGGCGTGTTTATTATTCTTAGTGCCCATTCACTCACTTTAATAATATTATTAATGTTACATCTAAATTTTTTTGAATATTTACTATTTGACATTTGATAAATATAATTATTTATTCTTTATTATATAAATTTATTTTTTCAATTTTATAAAAATAATAATATTGTTCGTAAAAAATTGAATATATTAGAACATGAAATATAAAAATATATGAATATGAAATAAATAATGGAATCAACAATACCTTGGATAGAAAAATATAGACCAGCAACTATTGATGAAATAATCTTTGATATTAATATTAGGAAACAAATAAATATTTTTTTAGAAGATAAAAAAAATGTTCATTTAATTTTTACTGGACCACCGGGAATTGGAAAAACTTCCACAGCAAGATGTATTGCTAAAACTATGTTAGGTGAATATATGGAAGCTGGATATTTAGAAATAAATGCAGCAGAAGATAGAGGTGTTAGAAGTATGTCAACAAGAATTCCACCATTTTGTAAAAAGGTAGTTGATTTTACAACATCAAAAATAATTTTACTTGATGAAGCAGATATTATGACTTCTAAATGTCAGTATGATATAAATAATATGATAAAAGAATTTGGTAAAAAAACTAAATTTATTTTCACTTGTAATGATTCAACAAAAATTATAGAGGATTTACAAAGTGTTTGTAGAATTTTACGTTTTAAAAAATTAACAGACCAACAAATATCATCTTATTTATCAAAAATATGTGAAAAAGAAAATATTGAATATGACAAACCTGGACTAGATACCATATGTTATATTTCGTATGGAGATATGAGAAAATCTATTAATGATTTACAAAAAACAGCATGTACTTATAATAAAGTAACAAAAAATACTGTTTTAAAAATATGTCGCGTACCTGATCCAGAAGAAATAAAAAAAATTATAGCTTTATGTTTAAAGGGAAATTTAATGGAAGCTGATAAAGAAATGAATGATATAATCAAATTAGATTTTTGCTATTTTGATATTGTTTCAAGTTTTGTATATGTCCTATCATCATATGATATGGATGAATGTTTTAAATTACAATTAATTGATATTGTTAATAAAACTAAAACTAATGTAAGTAAGGGATTACATTCCAGATTACAATTATCTGGAATGATTTGCAGAATTATAAAACAAATCAAGCAAAATAATCTTTGTGACTAATTTAATATAATATTAATTAAATTAAATTATTCATCATCACTTAAAAATTCGATATCATTTACCAAATCAACACTTTTTGTAAAATTATTTTTTAAAGATTTTTTGTTTTTTTCTTTATTTTTTTTGATGGTAATTTTTTTAGGGCTTTGGATAAAAATTTTTCATCATTCCAAATATTATAATCTTTGAGCATATAATCAGCAACATCAAATTCTTGAATATTATAATGTTGTTTTACAAAATATTTATTCCTAACTTGAGATTGTTTTAAGAAAACTGGATTATCAACATCTACTATATCAATAACAATTGGATGTTCTTCATACACTTCTTTTCTTAATATTCTTCCAACAGATTGTTTAATTGCACTTTTTGGAGTTAGTAATATTACGACATTTAATCCCTCAATATCTAATCCCTCTTCTGCCATTCCATAAGATCCTAATATTATTTGTTTTGTGGCTGATTGTTTTAAGTTGTCTTCAGACATTCCTCCAATATATTTACCAACATTACCTTTCGTATATTCATCAGAATCTAATAATTTATAAAGCAAATTAATTTGTTTTAATCTCCCGGACAAACACAATATATTCTTACCCTGATCATAAAGTTGTTGTATTAACTTTAAAATAAACCTATTTCTATATTTTATATACACTAAATTTGTTACCATAACCGATCTATTTGGTTCATCAAAATTATTTTTTATTAATTTTATTCTTTCTTTATTTGAAGTTTTATAATTGAATTTTTTGACAACAACCATATCATTTGGTTTTTGTTCTTCTTTATGAAGAATTGGACCCATATACCAATTTATTATTTTGTACATACCATCTGTTCTATTATGTTCAGCGGAAATACCAAGCATATATTTTGCTGAAATTTTTTGATATACCTTAGAAAAATTTTTCGCACCCATATGATGAACCTCATCAATTATAACCATACCAAAATCACGAAATATATTATCATCATAGTCTATCTTGGCAAGAGATTGTACCATTGCAACAACGAATGGGTATTTATATTTTACAGTTTTTCTTTGGATTATTCCAATTTCTTTTATATTTGTATTTGTTTTTATTCTATCAATTACTTGATTCTTTAAAAAAGTTTTGTGCACAATAAATAACGTAGGTAATTTAAATAAACATGCTAAATAAATAGCAATATTTGTTTTTCCTGAACCACAACCTAAAACTAAAACACCTCCACCATGTTCTTGAAATCCTTTAACTATTTTTTCAACAACTATTTCTTGATGAGGTCTTAACTTTCCAGTATAAACCATATTTTGTACCGGATATTTATATAATTCTACTTTGTTAATATCGGGTTCTCCTATATTTTGGAGCCCATAATGTTTAGGTATCCCCATATAATCACCATTTTCTACATAAAGTTGGAAAGAATTATTTTGAGTATATCTTTGATATTTACCAATTTTAAAAGGTGTGACTGTTAAATCTTTTTTAATTTTAGATATTTTATTTTGGTCAAAATATTTTTTATTTACGATATATCCAAATCTTGTTATTTTTGTTTTTATTTTATTTTCATCTTTAACCATTATTAGGATAAAATAAATTTATTATTTTATCTTAATATGTTTTTAATAATCAATTTTATTTAAAAAATAATTTATTGAGAACTAATATTTGCGTCATTAAATTCTTGATCTGTGCGAGTCCAAGGTCCATCATCAATACATGATGAATTATCTGAATAATCTTGCGAATATTCAACATTCTCAAGTGAAGGCATATCAGAATCTGTTGAAACATCAGTATTATCTTCTGAACTATTTGATAGCATTGCTTGTTCTTCTTCATTATCTGTTCTAGATTCAGAATTATAAACTGAACAATTTGTGGGAGAACAAGTATCAGGAATAAATTCGTATTGATTATAATCTTCATCATCTTGTTCATCATAATCAGAAATAGTTACACCATCTTTTGTTACAACAGTAGTGTCTTTCTTGTTTGAATCACTCGTAATATCGATTTGAGTATTTTTACTATCAACATTAATAGTAGAATTGGGTTGATTAATTTTATTTAATAAATCGTCGATAACATTAATGTAATGTTGAGTGTTGGATCTTTCTTCAGTTTCAGGTTTAGGAAGATTAAGACTGTCCATAATATAATTAGTTAACATATTCATATATTTATTATTATTTTCTGGTTCTTTATCAGTAGATTTTTTATTTAAGTTATCAGTGTTAAGAAAATAATCAAAAATAGAATTAATATCCAAAAGATCGTTTTCTACTTTTTTATTTTTATATTTTTCTTTAAGCTTATCTTCATTCACGAAATAATTATATAAATAGTCCGTATTAGTATCACTAAGATCATTTTGTTCTCTAGTTTTTTCTTTTTCAAATTCAGAAACATAAGGATCATTGCAAAAAGCACAATCTTCTTCACAACAACTCATTGTTTCTTTTCCTTCTTTACTTTTTACAAGTGAAGACCAAAATTTATTTTGATCAAATTTTTCTTCAGAAGTACTAAATAAATCACCATTGTCAATTTTAACATCAAAACACACACTTTGACCAGGTTTAAGATTTGTGATCTTATTAAAAGTATCAAGATAATTATTTTCATTTCCCTGAAGACGTGAAATTAAATCAATAATACTTAAAGTTTCTTGGTTAGTAACATTTTTAGGTGTGCTAAATTGTGCATTTCTAGTATATTGAGTTCTTCTTCTGCCCGCAAGATAAAGATTTTGTCTTTCGCACATTTGATCAATTAAATACATTGCTTGATTTTTTACAAATTCAAAATCACGATAAATTGTTTTTGATTCGTTTGTATTATGAAATGATTCACGTAGTAAACAATAATCTTGTGCACTATCAGTTGTTATAATAAGAGAATCTGATCCATAATTTCTATGTATACCATTATATACTTTATACACATGATTAAGTTCATGTGCATTAACTCTGTAATCGACGTGATTAAATGGAATCTTAACCTCAGCAATCCAATTAAATCTAAATGGACAATAGATACTAAAGGTATATCCTCTATATGTGTAGGTATACATATTATTTTGGTATTTGAGATGATCTTCAAGACATCTAATATAATTAGATTTTTGTTGAGTTTCTGATTTATTTCTTCTTGAAGAATTTTCATTTGACATAAACATGTTTAACAAACTATTAGTTTCAGAACTAAAAATAAAAGGAAGCACATTAGTGGCACGAAAATTTTCCATTTTGATATATTAAATAAATATATATAATATTTTTAATACACCAAACATTTAAATTTTCAATTTTTTATTTTATATTTTTTATATGATTTTAAATTGTGAAACAAAATAAATCAATTTACATCAAATTTAAATTTATATTGTATATGAATTATTCGTAAAAATAATGTCTATATATATATATTTATGATCACCAAAACAAAATATAAAATAAACCATGAAATATTTAGTCAAGAAGATTATTTAAAAGATTGTCCAAATCATGAATTTGTACCAACTATTCTTCCAGCGGTCAAAAGAATAATTGCCATTGGTGACATTCATGGAGATTTAGATTTAGCAATAAGATGTTTTAAATTAGTAGATTTAATTGACGAAAATTTTAACTGGATTGCTAATCCACTTGATACCATTGTTGTCCAAGTCGGTGATCAAATTGATAGTTGTAGACCGGTAGCTGGTTATGATTGTCATGATAAGAGACAATTTGATGATCGATCAGATGATATAAATGTAATGGAGTTTTTTGATATGATGCATGAAAAAGCATCAAAATATGGTGGTGCTGTGTATAGTTTATTAGGTAATCATGAATTAATGAATTCACAAGGTAAATTTAATTATGTATCGTACGATAATTATCATAATTTTATATATGTGGATAAAAATGGAAACAAATATACTGGACCAAAAGGTAGAAGAGATGCTTTTAAACCTGGAGGTCCTATTTCTTGTAAAATGGCATGTAGTAGACAGTCAGTATTAATAATAGGTAGTACAATGTTTGCTCATGCTGGAGTGTTACCAATTTTATCCCAAAGATTAGATAGTTTAAATTTGGATTCGGATACAAAATTAAAATATTTAAATGCTGTGGTAAGAAAATGGTTACTCCATAAATTATCTGATCAGGACGAAGAATATAAAACGTTGTTTATTAATGATACAGGAATGTCACCATTTTGGAACAGAATATATGGATCTATCCCACATGGGACTGATATAAATTCTAATGAATGTTTTGATTATGTAAAAAAAACTCTTGAAGTTTTTAAAATAGGACAAATTGTTGTGGGACATACTCCACAATTATCAACAAAAAATAATGGTATCAATGGTACCTGTTATGAAAAATCTGGTGAGAATAAATTATTTAGGATTGATGGTGCATTTGCGCATGCTTTTAAAATGTTCAATCCACATAATTTAGCTCAAGTATTAGAAATACTTGACGACAAGATATTTAACATAATTACCGAAAGTCCAGATTTATAAAAATGACACGTATTTTATTTTCGGATACACATATTAATCGAGAATAAATAACTTATTTATTAGAAAATGTTATTATGGATGTTGTAAGTAATCCTGTAAAAAAATTAAGAAGACAAAAATTAAAAAAAAGTAATTTATTATTTAATACATTACTTTAATAAATATAGGATCTATTATTTCTATTATTATTGTTATTTCTATTATTATTGTTATTATTATTATTATTATTATTATTATTATTGTTATTTCTATTGTTACCACTAAAACCTCCTGTATCATTAGAGTTGGTTGAATCATTGGGACCATTAGTACCACCTCTTGAACCAGATCCACTACCTAAACCAGAGTTTCCAGAACCAGAGCCTGAACTACCAGAGCCAGATCCTGAACTACCAGTACCGGCATTAGATCCAGAGCTGCCTGATCCTGAACCTGAACCAATACCTGAACTACCTGAACCTGATCCACTACCTGAACCATAGTTACCAGTATCACTAGCAGATCCAGTATTACCTGAACTTGTACCAGAGCTTGATCTTGAACCAGTATTATTAGAATAATAGTTTGTTTCATTGGTTCCATTTGAACCAAAACTTGAACCTTCTGATCCATTAGAACCAGTATTAGTTCCAGTTGTATTATTTCCAAATCCATTTCTATTATTTCCATTAAAATTATTATTATTATTGTCCATAAAATCAAAATCATTATTATCCATATTATTATTACCAGTATTTTCGCCACCTAATGAATTTGTCCAATTTCTATTCCAATTATTTCCACGATTATATTGATTGTTGGAGAATTGATTGCCAGTTAGCTGATTACCATAACTACCAGGATATTGGTTACCATAATTTACTGGTAACTGATTACCATAATTACCGGGATATTGATTACCATAATTAGCCCAAGGATCATGATGACCACCTTGCATATTATTATTATTATTATTATTATTATTATTATTATTATTATTATTATTATTATTATTATTTTGACCACCTCTCATGTTATTATTATTTTGACCATTTCTTATATTTTGATTATTATTATTATTATTATTATTGCCATTAAATCCACCAGAGCTACCAGTGTCTCCTGTGCTTCCGGAAGTTCCTGTTCCAGAATTGTCACCACTTCCATAATTACCTACATTTGTATTTTGCGAACTACCTGAATTTGTTGAATTATTTCTGGATTTATTTCCTTGACCCGAATATCCCCAACTTGTATTACCAGATCCAGAGGTAGCTTCTGAAGCACTTTCATTATTATTACCAGAACCGCTACCATTTCCAGATCTATTTCTCGAACCAGAGTTAGAACCTGATCCAGATCCACTTCCTGAACCATTATTAGATCCTGAACCACTTCCTGAGCCAGAACCATTACCAGATCCTGAACCACTTCCTATATTTCCTGCTCTATTATGTTCACCTCCCATCATTGTGTTATCATTCCAATCATCATTATCACCATTAAAATTATTAAAATCATCATCAAAATCATCATCTTGACCCCCTCTCATTGTTGAATTAGGAATCCACATATTATTATTTCTATTAAACATATTATTATTATTATTATTATTATTAGTATTATTATTACCAGCATTACGATTTGCGGTATTAGTAATATCGTTCCATAAATTATTTCCAGAAGTATTCCAGGTATTATTACTTAAAGCATTCCAAGTATTATTTCCTGGTCCATTCCAATTATTATTATTATTATTGTTCCCACCACGGAAAACATCATTATCACCATCAAATGGATAATTGTTGGTAGCATTGTTTCTGATTCCATTTAAATCATTAAGATTTAAATTATCATTTTCACCACCACGTAAAAAGTTTGTGTTATTTCCCCAATTAGCTCCATAACTATTGGAGTTGGTATTATTTCCCCAATTACCACCATTTTGATTATCTTGCCATCTTTGCCAAGTATCATTATCCTCTTCATCATTACCATAATCCCAACTGTTTCCAGTTGTTCTAAAGTTTCTATAACCTCTACGACTATTCGAAGAATTTGAAGAAGTACCAGTTGAACCCTGAGATTTATTAAGTCTATAAGTTGCTATAAATTCTTCAGGATTTTGAGCTAATTTTCTAGCAAGTTGTCTAACTTCATCATTAATAGTAGTTTGATTTGTTTGTGATTTAGCAGCATTTACTATTAACTTGGAAATAGACATAAGTTCTGGTTGTCTCAAACCAGGATATTTACCTGATTCGCGAATAATTTTACTGGTTTCTAACATAAGTCTCATAGTATCATTCATACCAGCACCACCTTCCATTCTTGTTTGAACATTTTGAATTTGTTTCTTGTATTGGTTTGCTTTGTCAAAAATTTGACGTAATTGCGCTTCATAGGGATCAAGAGAATTATTACTAAAAACTTGACCACCACTCATATTATTATTATTACTATTATTATTATTATTATTATTATTATTATTATCCATATTATTTTCTATTAAAGAAATAGAAGAAATACCATCTGTATCTAAATTATCTCTCATTCCAAGATCTGATTGGAAATTCATAAATTATATACATTATATTTAGATTTTTATTGAATTTTTAATTTAGTTATATTTGTGTTATTATACCAAAAAATAACTTCTATTATCGCAAATATTAGTTTTATTATAAAAATAACTCTATTACTAATATAATAATGAATAAAAATACTACGGTCAATAGATATAAATCAGTTGAAGAAGCATCTGATGAAGAAAATGAATATGCTAGTGAATTATATCAAAATGCTTTAATGTCAAGTCTTGGTGCTTTAACACCAAATAATAATATGGGTACTACAGGTAATACAATTAATGTTAAAAATATGCGTAGTGTACCAAGTTTAGGAAGTGGTAATAATAGTAATAGTACGCATGGATCTTCTGAAGAGAATGATAAAGGTCCAACTGAATGTAGAGTTGAATTTATTAGATCCATAATTGAAAAAAGTATTTTAAAGCCAATGATAAATTTAGATGATTGTGAAACGGAAGCATTTATTGAAGGAAGATTAAAGAAAAATATAATTGATGCTGAAAAATTATTTACATCAATGGGTGTTAAATTAAATTATTTAAAAAGTGGTACAACAGGACATGCATTTAAAGGAGTCCTCAGAGAAAATAAATCTGTCATGTTTGCTGTAAAAGTATGTGCTTATCCGAAAGATGATTATGGACCAATGAATAATTCGAAACGACCTGAAAATGTAGAATTAAAAATGATAAAATTATTGAGTTATTTTGTCGTGAACAAAAAAACACCTCATTTTGTATTACCTATTTATACTTTTAATACAAGTATAACAAAATTTATAAATATTCCAAAAAATTTGATTGATGTTAATGATCAAAAAAATGAAATGTATAAAAAATTTATAGAAAAATATCATAAAGGAGAATATGAGAATTTAGTTTCAGTTTTAATTAGTGAATGGTGTAATGGTGGTGATCTTTTGGATTATATTAGGAAAAATTATGAAAATATGACACTAAAAACTTGGACTATTATAATATTCCAAATATTATTTACTTTAGCTTTGGTTCATGATAAATATCCGAATTTTAAACACAACGATATGAAAGCTAATAACATATTGTTACAAATTACGGATATTAAACGTTTTAAACCAAATCATCATTATCGTTATAACATGGGAAATGTGGCATTTGTGATACCAAATATAGATTTACAAGTAAAAATTTGGGATTTTGATTTTTCGTGTATTAAAGGACTTATTGAAAATAATAAAGTTAATTCTGATTGGACAAATGATATTAATATTACAAACAATCCAAATAGATATTATGATATGCATTATTTCTTTAATACTTTGATAAGTAAAAGATTTTTCCCACAATTTTATGATGGAGGTGCGCCAGATGAAATAATAGATTTTGTTCATAGAATTATACCAGAAAAATACCGAAATGGAAGTCCATATGTTAATAAAAAGGGACGAATACAAATTGATGTAGAATATACAACTCCTTATAAAGTTATAATGGAAGATCGATTATTTGAAAAATATAGGTATAAAAACAAGAAATAATTATGATATTTTATTTTATAAAATATGATAAAAGCAGTATCTTTGGGATTATTAACAGCTACAATTAGTTATGGTATTTATAAAGATTTTATCAATAGAAAATTTTTTAGAGATTATATAGATTCTGGTATTTCTATTAATGGTAAAACTATCATCAATGGACAAATTAATGATGAAAATAATTCGGAAAATAAATATCCATTTTCAGTTTATGAAATAATGGTACGAGGTACTATGTATTTGTATAATTATAATAATTATCGCTATTATAATCATTTAACGGGAAAATATGATTATGTTCCAAAAATTCAAAAAAATAAATATTATTATTGGGACACATTTTCAATTCAAAAACATAATTCTGATTCAATAAAAATAAATCAATACGAATTAGTATTAAATAATAATACCAAAATACATTATCAAAAAGAAGAAATTCAATATGTTGACAAGAAAACATATATTTCAAAAAAATACATACCAAATAATTATAATATAACGGTATTTGGTGAACTTTCAAACTCGGATTGTTATGCAGAATTTATTGGATCAAAAAATCAAGTGATATATGATATTGGTGAAAAATATTTTGGAATTAAAGACGAATATACAATATTTTTGTATTTTTCATTTGGATTATGTTTATATTTTATATATTATTAAATATTCTTAACAGCTATTAAAATTAAATAATGCAAGACTATATGTATGATTATACATATTTTGTTATAAATCATAGATAACAAAATATGTTCAAAGCTATTATTATCAGTTCCAAAATGAATATAATTCCTGAAATTTGATAGTGTCAAAAATATCATTTATATATATAAACTAATATAATGAGCGATCAAAATTATAACAACAAAATATATAACCCAGACGAATTAATAGCAGATGTTTATGAAACTATTTATGGAAAACAAAGCTATGAAATACCATTTATTGATTTAAAAAACGCTGATTTAAATCGATTTAAAATGTCAGATTATGATCTTGATATTATTTTTAATAAGATTATATATTCTGGCACTTATCCAACGGGAATTGTTATAAATGGACAAAATATAAATGAAATCCATTTTAAAAGATTAGGAGAAACTTGGGCATCTACAATAAGAATAGTTCCATACTTAGATGTAAATCGTATTAATGATAAATCAGATCCAGTTAATGTTAATCAAATTATGAAAACAGTATTAAGTGAACTAGTTGTTACAGATAAAACAACAAATATACTTTTACCAATAATAAATGTTGATGTTACTGGAGCTGATCTTTCAACGCGTGATATTGTAAATGAATATATTGATAATAATAAATTTTATTCCATTGAAATAACGGAAAAATATTATAAATTAACTGATCTTGATAATTTTTTTAAGAATTATCCAATAGAACCAAAAGTATTAAAATCTATAATTTATCAAGCTGTTGATGTATTATATCAAATTGGATTAATATATCCAATGTTTAGATATAATCAATTTATTCCCGATAAAATTAACTGCTATTTAAAAAAAACAGGAGATGTTATTGTTCCAGAATTAAAATTAAGTTATTTTTATTTGTCAAATATTAAAAATTTAATAGAAAATGATTATATATCTAATTTAGAAATACCATTTATTGATTCACAATATAGTGATTTATACCAATTACTTAATTATATGTGGAATAATGTATGGGTCGATATTCAAAAATATCCTGAGATTGTAAAAATATTCGATGTTATTTTACCTGAAAAAATAAGGTCAAAAGAATCTTATTTGACACAAGAAATTTGGGATAGATTAAGTGATGATGAAAAATTTAATTTGACTCCAAGAAACATAAAAAATAATGGATTATTTACTAGCAAAGATTCATTATTGAATACTACTTTTATGTCACAAAATAATGATGAGTTGTCAGGTGGACAAGAAACAGATAATGATTTAACATTTCAAGAAAGTGAAATTTATTTTCCCAATCAAAATTCACAAAATGATGATATAGATATTTTAGATGAGGAATATAATGATGATCTTCATACATTAGGAAGTTTAACAGATCCTAATGAATTAAGGACAATTACAAGTCGACAATTTAATTCAAGTAATAGAAATGAATCCAGAGATAAACGACAAAATAATCTAAATAAAAAATATTATCATAATCATATAGATAATATGCGTGGAAAGAGATCAAACACTAGATATGATGATGATGATTCTGATAGATTGAATAATACAAATCAAGAATATACAGAAGACAGAACACCTACAAATTCTTCAAAATTAATAAGTGTTTCAGATGTTGATTCAGACATTAAAAAATCAAATCGTAATAATTATACAAGGCAATCACGAATATCAGATACATCAAGTAACAATAATAATAATAATAATGGTAATAATCGTAAAAATAAAGCATATCGGGGTAAAAGACAAATTATTAATCAACATGCTTCGGGAATAATTTCGGACAGGAATTTAGCAACTCTCGGACTCGCGAATAATAATATGATGAATAATGCATCTAATATTAGTTCAGGAACTCAAGGTGTCCAAATGTTTGATAATTATCCAACAACATTCGATGGACAAGGAACACGAGTTAATTCAATTGGATCACTTTTAGGAGTTACTCCAAATGAAATGTTGAGACCAAATAATACTAATTATTCACAAATTTCTCAACAATTATCAAGACAATTTCAAACAGACCCATCACAACAACAATATACACCATATGGAAATCAAATGTTAATGTCTAATATGGTTCCAAATAATCTTAATCAATTACAAATGCCCATGCAAAATCCAATAGTTCAAAATCCTATGGCTCAAAATTCTATGGCTCCAAATCCTATGGCTCAAAATATTTTTACGCAAGGAATGACTCCAATGACTGGAATGTTACCAAATCAACAAGAAAATGATATTTTAGCTAGATATTTATCTGCGGCAAATCAAGTACCAGGACAATCTATGTCAAATATTGATCCAAATTTATTATCAAGTTTAATGCAACAAACTTCTCAAACACCCTATTTAGCACAAACTGGAGGTGCCAATAATAATAATAACAAAAATTTTTTTTTTCGGTAAATGATAAAAAAAATAATACAGATACTAAAAATATTCAATATGGTGGAGAGGATGTAATTTCTACTGTTGTAAAAAATAGAACTGCTCCAGGTACACCTTTTATTACAAATAAAGCAAAAGAAGGATTTTCTAAAAGAATTCAAGAAGATAATACAAGAACAGGTATACAAATAAATGCACAAACAGGTACACAAACAGGTACACAAGCAGTACCACAAGCACAATCTACGTCCTCTAAATCTAGAGGAATACCTGTCACTCAATCACAAGCCATTTATAATCCTAGTACACTTCAGCCAACACTTAAATTAGAAATGTATGCTCCACAACAAGAACAACAACGTCCTTATGCTGTTTATGATCAATTTATTCCTACAATTGAAATTCCAGGTGCTGGAAGAAGATTTAGCCCCTCAGCATATCAAAATATATTAGCACCAACTTCAGCAATATCATATGGTCCAAATGTTAGAATGCCTGTACAACAAGTTTATAATATAAATTTACCTGGACCAACCGGAAGTGGTCATGCAATGGCAGATATTATTTACGAAAATTATTTACCTGGTAAAGATGCAAAATTCACTTCCACAACTATTGGAGAACGTCTACAAATGTGGGATTATGTCAGACAAATTTTAATAAGAATAAATGATGGTGAAGACATAAGTTTAGATTCAGGTGGACATAATAATTTAATGAGTTATATTAAATTTATGGAACTAAATCCAAATTATTACAGTCCCATATCAAATAATCCTTATAGAGGACTACCATATGGACTATTAATTTATCGATCTTGTTTCCCTATTAGACTAAATCAAAGTAGTCAAAGTGTAGGATGCGCCAAAAATTCTATGGGTTTAAATATTAGACTGTATGCTTTAACGTCTGCAGAATATTTTTCTTATAAATTTAGACAATCATTTTTCATTGAGTATGATGTTTGGAGAGAATTAGCATATTATGAATATGTAAGGGAAAATATTATAAAAAAGAAACAATCTCCTAATTTCCCATTATTATATGCTTTTTTTATGTCTCCAAATAAAAATATCGATTTTTATTCACTCAAACGAGGATGCTTAACGCAAAAAGATTTATTGACAAAGGAATATCAGAATTTTGTAAAAATGCACACAACTTTCCCTACTGATATGACTATACCAGAGTATAATAGACCAATGGAAACCGGAAGAAATATTACTAAATTACCTGATGAAATAGATCCATCGCTACAATTATATAGTGGAACTACTTTAATATTAATAACAGAAGCACCACATCATAATTTGTATCAATGGGCATCCAGAATATATGAAAGAGATGGGATTGTACGAAAAATGATAAGTGATGGATTTTATGATGAAAAGATTTGGTTATCAGTATTATTCCAAATTATTTCTGCACTTTATGTGTTACAAGTTCATGGAATATATATTAGAGACATGACTATTCAAGATAATGTTTATATTAAGGATTTACAAAGTTCTGGTAGGGCAATGGGTTATTGGAAATATTTAATTGAAGGTGTACCTTATTATATACCAAATTATGGATATCTTGTATTTATTGATACAAATTTTAAAGATATTATTCCCGAAAATAGAATTATTGAACAATGTAAGAGACAATATAAAATTTATACGTGTGATATTTTTGGCAAAAAATATAATTCACAAACAATAAAAAATAAAATTTTCCAGAATTACAGAAATATAATTAACACAAATTCTTTTTCTAAAGAACATACTCAAAATAATGTAATGAGACCTCCTGAATCAGTAATGAGACTCATTGACGTAATGATGAATGATCCTGAGACGGATATTGGAAAAATAATATTTAAATATTTCCGAAATTTCATGAATAATAGAATTGGAACATTATTGAGAAGAGATACAGAAGTTCCTAATATTAGAGAATTAACTAGTCAATTCGCAAACGGAGAATTAGCGGTTGAAGTACTAGAAGATCAATTATATAGATGGTGTATGGTTACTAATACAAAAAACGACGGTATTGTTGAAATAATAACCAAAGAAAATCCAAAATCTAATGATTATATTACAAAAGAAGTTCGTATTGAAACATTGAAAAAATATTCGCCATATGAAACTGTGGAACAAAATTCCACACAAGATGTTAATTTATCGGAAAGTGAATTACTCGAAACATATATTATAAGTTATTAATTTAATTATTATTAACTAAATTAATAATCTAAAACTTCACGAAAATGTGAAATTGTTATTTTTTCTAATATATCATTATGATCAGTGTTAGGCAACCATACTGGTTCAAAACTTTGATCAAATAAATTTTCATAAATTTCTTTTGCGTGTGAAATATTAATAAGTTGATCATTTTCACCATGAAATATTTTAACAGGACATGTAATATCTCCAAGTTTATTAATCGTTCTAAATTTATCAATAGGTCTCACACAACTTGTATCAAGTACTACTCTGCATATACTTTTATATGGTGATATTATAATAATAGGAGTATCCCATTCATTTTTAGACACGTAATCCATGACAATTCCTGTACCAAGTGATTGCCCCACTAAATATATATTTTTTTTATCTAATTTATATTCATCAAGTAAAAAATTAATAACAGTTTCAATACTATCATAACATTTTTGTTCACTTGGTTTTTCTTCTCTTGATAAACCATAACCTACATAGTCATAAGCTAATATTCCAACATTTAAGTCATTAGATAGTTGTCTTAAATAAGTAAACATACTGTATATATCGCTTGCATTGCCATGGGAAAATACAATATATTTTTTAGGAAAACAATTATGATACGGTCTTATTTGAACCATTGGAACATTATGATCACGTTTTGTCTTTAATATATAAAGTTTACTATATTCTGTATTTAGTTCATTATACACATAAGAATCATATCCTGGTGGCATAAATATCATTTCATCAATACTATCATCTATTTTTGTAAACCACGAACCCATTATATATTTATATATAATATCAAATATATTAATATTTGACATAAATTTATCAATTTTTTCAAAAAATTGATAAATTGGATATATTAACAATTACACAATAATATTTATTAATAATAATAATAATAATGGATGTTTCCATAAATTGTTTAGAATGGAATAAAATTAGTTATAACAAGCAATTAAAAAAAAATTAAAAAAAATGGAATCTTATTTTCCTGATATTAATGGGAAAATATTACCCTCTCCTATAGTAAATTATTATAGAAACAAGTTAAGGTTTGATATAGGTTTATCACCCGATGGAAGAGTGACAATAGGTTATGCTATACCAAAGCGCGCATCAAAGGAAAGATATGTGTATGATTCAAAAGATATGTTACATTTACATCCGAAAATGAAAAATATAATTATCTGGTTAGAAGATTATTTAAACAAGTTTGAAAAATCTTGGTATAGTATTGAACATAATAAAAGTATACTTTATAGTGCAGTTATTAGAGCTTCTTTTAATACTGACGATATTATGTTAATATTAAACGTTAATTGTAAAAATTCTGACATTATTGAAGAAATAAAACAATATTTTTCTCAAATTGATTTTTCTGATTTTGACAACATAAATTTTTTAATTAAATTTGTTGATACATATTTTGTCCTAAAAGGTAAAGATTATATTTATGAAAAACTTGACAATTACATATTCAAAATATCACCTGAATCATTTTTCCAGGTTAATACCTATGCAACTGAAGTACTTTATGGAACTATTAAACAATTAGTTATAAAATATTTTAATAAATGTGACAATAATATTTTATTTGATTTATGTTGTGGTACTGGAACAATTGGTACTTATGTTGCAAATATATTTACACAAGTTATTGGTATAGATATTAAATCTTCCTCAATAAACGATGCAATTTTTAATCAAAAAATAAATAATATTAAAAACTCTCATTTTATTTGCGCACCTATTGAAAATATTTTGGATAATATAATAGATGACATGATAAATAAATATATTAATCCAAATTTTTTCGCTATCGTTGATCCTCCCAGAACTGGTATGCATGGAGGTGTTCAACATGTCATTAATAATTGTAAAAATTTAAACTATTTGATTTATGTTTCTTGTAATGTTGTCACGTTAAAACGTGATATGGAAATTTTGTCAGAATGTTTTAGTCCAGTTGAGACAATTTATGTGGACTTGTTCCCACATACGCCTCATTGTGAAGTAATTATGGTTTTGTCAAGGAAATAAAAAATTGATATATTTATCCTTAAAAAACCCATTATGTTATAATTAATATTAATTTATTATAACATAATAAAAATATGGATACTAAACCTTATAAATATATTCCAAAAGTTCTTGATGAAGATTTATACGATAAACTTGTCACTGAAATCAAATTAAAAAGAGAATATATACCAGTTACTTATTCAACTGAAAAGATTCCAGAGAGAAGAGAAACAGCATGGCAATCAAACACTAATATATCAGCAGAATATTCAGGGAAGATCATGAATCCTGAACCATTTACACCAACTGTATTATATATTAAAGGTTGTGTTGAAAAAATTATTGGTGTGGAATTCGATTCAGCACTAATTTTTCATTATCTTGATGGACGTGATTCTATGGGCTATCATTACGATACTATTGGTGTAAGTCGTGGTACTGATATTGCTGGAATAACTTTTGGTGCAACAAGAAAATTAGGCATTCGGAATAATATTACACATGAAAAAGAGTTTTTTGATCTTTCGAATGGAGATATATTTTATATGTTTAATGATTGTCAAGACAAATACAAACATGCTATTTTACCTACTGATTCTAAAAATATAAATATTGGTCCAAGGTTAGCTATAACATTTAGAAATATGGCTGTTAAAAAAAATTGACTTTTAAAAATTATGTTTGAGCATTAGATATATTGATATTAGATATAGATATATTTAATATCAATAATGTATTCTGAAATTATTAGAAAACAGACTGATTGTTATCAATCACTAAAATCCTTTAGTAATGATGAGACAGTAATATATCCTATTCTATTTTATCCTCAAAATAAATATTATGCCAATAAATTATCAGTTGATCTCAATAATTTATCTGAAATTGACACAAATAATATTACACAAAAAATAATTATTGACCTCGCAAAAGAATGGATTAATTTTATTTTGCAAAGTGATTATGATATATATCATAAAAATAAAAAAACTGGTTTTTGGTATCAAATTTCATTTAAAATGAATATAAATTCAGAACTAATGGTGAAAATATTAGTTATTGGATCTGACTGGAAAAATAAAATTTCCAAAATATTTTTTGATAATATTTTAGTCTTGATAGAAAGTAAATATAATATTAAGCATTCTTGTATATATATACAATGGAGTAAAAATCATAGTTGTCCAATCAAAGATAATAACATGGAATTAATATATGGTCTTGATGGTATTAAAGAGAATATTTTAGGAATTGATTTCATTATTACTCCTTTTACTTTTTCACAAGCAAACCCAAATACTTGTAACTTATTATATGAAACAATACACAAGTTTATTAATATTGATAATATAAATAATATTATATGTTATGGTAGAAATGTGGGACACATATGTTTTACTATTAAAAAAAATATAAGTATATTTGGTTATAATCCGTGTAATGTTGTTGATAAAGATTTAAGAAGAACTCTTGATAATAATAATATAAATAGTGCGATTTATTTATATTTGGATGAAAAATGTGAATTGGTTTCACATAAACTTGGAGAACAATTTTATAAAAATACAGTCATAATTTTAAGTCCAGGACGTAATGGACTTAAAAATAATGTTGCGAAATCCATTCGTAAAAATAAAATAAACATTAAAAAATTTTATTATGTATCTTGTTATTCTAAAAGTTTAGTTCGTGATTTAGAAGTAATTGGTAATTGTTTAATTACACGAATGCAACCTATAAATTTATTTCCAGGTACTCCATTTTATGAAATAATATTAGAAATTGAATTATCATGATATAATATATGACTATATTAATTGATTCAGTATATATTCTATCTTTATTATTTATATTTATAATAATAATAATATTTTTATTTGTATCAATTTACTATTTAACTAGAGGAAATAGAAAAACATTTAAATAAAATTGATTTTTTATTTATTAGACCATTTATATTTTTATTATTAAAATAAAATGACTAGATATATATCTCTTGGATCTACTTGTGGTGTCGCGTATCAATTACAACAATTAAAATTAAGAGGTGAAGCAATGCCTTTTGATTGGATAAAAGTATGCTACTTATCTTCTATAATTGAAGTACTTGAATTAGGATTTGATAAATTTATAGAATATAATTCTTTAAAACTTTATAGTGAAAGCATGAAACATCCAGTTTTAGCTACCGATAATTTTGAAGAAAATATTATTAGTGCAAAAAGTTATGTTTACAAAAATGATTTAAATATGATATTTTATCACGACTTTAACACAGAAATAAAATCAATTGATGATGAAAATTATGTTATGTTTTATAATAAATATATGAGACGTTTTAATAGATTAAATGATTCTTTCATGTCTGGTAAAGAATTAATATTTATTCGTGATGAACATAAACCACACACAATTAATATTAACCTTATCAAAAAACTTTTGGAAATATTAAATAAAAAAATGGAAAAAGGAACAACATTTAAATTGATTCTGATCATAAATAATCCAAAAAATAAAAAACATGAATGGATTGAGGAAGCAAAACAATTAGGAGTAAAGATTATAAATGACAACGAAAAATTAATAGGTTGGAAGAGAGATAATCTTAATTGGATGTCAATTATCGATGTATAATTATATATTTTTATGTTAAATAGTAATATATAATGAGTTTACCAAAAGGTACCATAAATCGTCATATTAAAAATTTGGATGTCACAAAAACACCATTTATTATGTTTCAATGTCACAAACAAGATTATGATGAAATCAGTCGTGATCCTAATATTGGTAATAATGCAAAAACAAAATTATCTGAAATATTTTTTAGTCCGGAAAATATAAATTTACTTCAGAAACAAATAATTTATAATGTTTTTCAAGTCAGTAACGGAGAATATTTAATAGAAAAACAAAATGAACAAGATTTAAAAGTTGTGATGAGATCAATATTTATACAACACGCAAAACATTTACCAAATGAATTAAAAAAACAAATAAAAGAATTAAATGATTTAGTTGTTGATGAAGTAACTCCCGATATAGTTTCAGAAATAAAATCTTATTTTGGATATTTAGATCGAGCATTTGGTAAATTTGAACCAATGGATCGTCCCCAAAATGTTTCTAATTCTGGAACAAAAACATTACCAAGTATTACAAATATATTTAATTAATAGTATTTTGTCTTAAATATTATTAATCAATTAAAAACTAATAGCCGTTTCATTAGGATTATATCCTTCAGGTTTAGCATAGAAATAAATAGTTCCTGTTCTTGAGGCTCTATCAAAGAAACTTGGATTTATAATTCCACCAGTTGCTTCAGGTGGAGGAGTAAATACGGGTTCAAGTCTTGAAATTGGTTTATTAGTGAAATATCCATCACCATCGGGACTTCTTACAGGTAATGAAGCAGCGAATGGATCATATAAATAATATCCGGGTTCAAAAATAGACTTTTCAAAGTTTCTATGGGTCATAATTAAACCAACTTGTCCTGTAATAATATTTGTTGTTGTATTACCTTGGTTAATTTCAGTTTCGTTAACAGCAACAACAGATCTTAATAAATAAGTTTCTTCACCACGACCAAGACTAATTCTATCAGGAACATTAATAGGATAGCTATTTAATCTTTCAAAACTTGATAAAGTTAAAGGAAGTTGTGAGAATGCTAAAGGATTATTAAATGTTCTTATTTGTACTCTTTGTACTCTTCTATTTACATAGAAAATAAGTACTTCTTTACTGTAAATAATAGATTGTTCTTTTGGTACAATGGTTTTATTTTCATTAATCCAAATTACTTGATTAATTGCTGATCTTAAATCTTTTGGTTCGGCATTTTCAGTGAAAGGAGGTAATTGAAGGGTTATCATTGGTATACTTGTAATAGTGTAAACTGGTTCATTATTAAATGGTGTCATTCCTTGACCATAAGGACAAGGAATTCCTCCAGGACCCATACCTAATTGAGGATATAATTGTCCCATTCCATAAGCAGCTAAACTGTTAATAGGTTTAGTATAAATGAATGTGGGACGAAGAGAGAAAACGGATAATAATTTTCTTAAAAGAGCACCTTCATCTTGACCATATGCCAAATCAGCATTATCATATAAATTATTTCTACAGGCATTAAGAGTTTTCATAAATTCACTAATTGGTTCAGCTTCATAATAATTACCACTTCTGAGTTTAAGAACAGTTTCCCATAAAGCAATTTGAACTTTATATCTATTTCTTAAATCAGCAATGGGACTATTAATTTCACAAACAACATCATTAGGATCAGAAGTCATATCATAAAATAAAAGAGTATCAGCTTCATTTAATAAAGGTCTCTTTTCATATCTTGATTTGATAATATTACCAATATTGGAATATAACATATGGATTTCAAAAATATCAAATTTGGGTAAGAACATACAAGCAATTAAAGGATGAATATAATTACTGGCTACATGACGATCACGTTTGTATTCACCAGTCATTGCAACAAGTGATGTATCTTGATACATCAAACTGTGCATAAAAACAGTTTTATGGAGTGAAACTGTTTTTTCGTACATAGCAATAATTTCAGCAAGTGTTGGTCTTTCAGATTCTTTAATATTAATACCTCTTTCTTCAATAATACGAGCATTACCAATTGCTTTATTGATTCTTGATTTGTTGACAGGAATATTTTGATTGTAATCTATTTCAAGAGCACGTGTACCTGTAAGCATATACGATAACTCTTTTCTAAATTCATCAAATTGAGCGTCAGACCATTTATGTTTATTTTTATATCTCATCATTTCATCAAGTATTTCATGGAGTGGTTTTCCGCCACTATTATATTTGCGGAAAACTTTTTCGGCAATTTCTCTTGCTTGTTTTCTAACTTTACGAGCTCTTTTTTGATCTAAATTAATAGCTTGATCTACAAGAGATTCAGCATCTCCATATTTATTATATAAGCTTGCATAATCTTCAGGAGTTAAATATCCTTTCTTTTTAAGATTTTCAATGTCAGCTAAAATTCTTTCAACATTAGCAGATGATTTATTTGTATTATCATCTTGAATATCAAATGTATCTCTCCTACCTTTATTCTCAGACATTATTCTATATATACTTTATACCTATATTTTTTTTTATTATTAAAAAACTATATGTTTTTAATATATTGAAAATTTTCTAACACATAGGATTTGGATTTATATGGAAATATCAAATCTAAAAATTTCCATTTTTAAATAATAGAATATTATTACACAAATAATGATCATTATTTTATGATATTGTGTTATTATTTGCGAAATAAATAAAATTGATTATTTAAATTATATTTAAAAATTTGTTGGTTTAATAATATTAATATGGCTAATTGGCTTGATAAATACAAACCAAAAAACACAAATGAAGTTATTGGTGGTAAAGATTATGTCTTGTTTATAAAAAAATTCTTAAATCAATTCAATAAAAAAGAAGAAGATATTACTAAACCAAATTTAATTATTAGAGGTATTAACGGTGTAGGGAAATCACTTATTACTGATCTGGTGATTGAAGAATGTGGTTTTGAAAAGGTTGTCGCAGATTTATCAAACGTTTCTATTTCACGTAAATCAAAAAGAAAGAAAAAATCTGATAAAGAAGTTAGTAATAATAATAGGACCATTAAAACTTTTTACATGACATTGCAAAATAAATTTTTGTCGAAAGATGGAAAATATAATAAAAAGAAAATTGTTTTAGTTTTTGATAATATTTCCAATACATCAAATAGCAAAGAAAAAGAATCTTTAAAATCTATCATAAAACTCAATAATAAGGAAAAACAGTTTCCAATAATTGTTATAGCAAATAATAAACACAGTAAAATAGTTACGGAACTAAGGAAAATGGTGACATATGTAATAAAAAAAAATGCACCTAATGGTAAAAAAGAAAATGAAAGATTTAAAAATGAAATGGAAATATTAGCTCCACCTGGAGAAGAAATCATAAAATTTATAAAAAAATATGTACTTCAGAAAATTTAAAAATAAGTTCTGGTAAAAATGAATATGAAATTTATGAAGAATTAATATCACATGCACAATATGATATTAGGCGTTTAGTTAATATTTTGGAAGAATTAAAAATGATGTACGGCGATGCTAATATTACGATGGATATATTTGAACAATATACAGAAGTATCCAAAACAAAAGATATTGATCCAGGTATTTACATTTCTACAGGAAATTTATTAAATAATTACGAAGGAATAAATAAAGCTCTTGGAATATATGAAGAGGAACGCGCAACTATCCCTTTGATGGTCCACGAAAATTATCCAGCAAATATTAGACAACAATATCCTAAATTAACACCAATGCAACAAATTGATATGATTCAGAAGATTAGTGAATCCATTTCAGAATCTGATAAAATTGATGGATTAATATATTCTAATCAATGTTGGAGTTTACAATCTGTGCATGGATTTTATTCATGTGTTGTTCCATCTTATTATATTAATAGTGTTCCAAATAAATTATGTAGAGTGGAAAAATATAAATTCACTCAAGATTATAATAAAACTTCAATCAAAAAAATTAATAATAAAGTTATTAAAAAAGCTCAAGAAAATCAATATCTTAAAAAAGTATCCATTTATGATTTCTTGTATATGGCTTCTATTCTTAGAACCTTGTTTGAAAAAAAACAATTTGAAGATGTAGCATTATTAATGAAACCTTATAATCTTAAACTTCGAGAAATAGAATCCATAATAAAAATTGATAAAATAAATAAATCCAAATGTGCTCTTACTGGTAAACAACGTTCAATATTAAAAGAATTATTAGGAGTTGATGAATAATATTTTACACAAAATATTAATCACTCAAGTCATCTTTTCTAAACCAAGAATCTATTTCCTCATCTGTTGATTCCGAATCATAATCTCTTAATCTAAAAAAATTATCTTCACTATTATACTTACTTTTAAATATTCTGTTAAGAGGATCAATATCTATATATCTTACAGATTGATATTTATTTTTTTTTGAATTTTCTTTTTGATGTATATATTTATAATATGGTATTAAACCACGCAAAGAAAGATGATGTCCATTAATACATCCTTGATATAATTCAGCAGATTTAAAATTTGTTTCACCAAGTTTCTCGACAACAAAATTATCTATTTTCATATCTGTTATTTTATTAATGCATTCACCTGTCAATAAATCATTCTTACATATTTTTAAACCAAAATTACAAACACCATTTCTACAATTAAAACCACCTGTACATTTTTTAGTTTTACATTGATCACATAAATGTGTTAAATATAATAATCTTTTATAAATTTCTTCTTTTTTGGGCTCGTTTATTGATGAAAAATTCATTAAATTTTCATCCAAAACCATTTGATATAAATATTTTTTATCCTCATCAATAACTTGTTCTTCTAATGAATGTGCATAAGTACAATGTGAACCATAAACACATTTTTCATTATTATTAATCGAAAAACACAATAATCTTTTTTCATTACAGTGCGTCGGTCGATAAGGTACCGTATAAATATGAGTATACAACTTACCATTTTTTGAATCTGTAATTTCTATTTTTATTTCATCATTTGAATCATAACCATCATCTTCTATTTCATAATTGTATTCGTTATTTTGATTTGTAGTAAAAGTAGAGAAATCTGAATCCATATTAAATTTTTATTAGATATAATTATAATTATTTTGAACTCGATAATTACCCAAATAATTCATATATATTCTTATCTGTAATTAAAATTATGAAAAGTTATTATTATGAAAAATGCGATAAAAACAATATGATTACTTATCCATTTTTTATTGATAAATTAAAAAAAATTCAATCAATAACTAAAAAAATAAATAATATATCTTTGGATAATGATATAAATGATGTCATATGTGATAAATGTTCACATAATAAATTATATCAACTTGGAAATATAATTTGGAGTAATAATTTAATACACAGGATCACGAAACATAAAAAATATCCATCTGAATATTTTATTAATGCAATAATAAATACAATTTATCATAAAAAATCCATTATTAATCCTCCAATATGCATTAATTCAAATTCTATTAATTCCTTTAAATACATACCATTGCACTACAACAAATTATTAATTATTGACGCATTAATGAAACAAGGAAGTCATCCAAGATATTTATTATCCAAATCTAGAACAAATCCAAAAAAGAAATACATATATTCAGAACATTGGGGTGTTATTTCTTTAAAAAATAATATTATTAATAATATTATTGTATCTACAGAATCCAGTAGAGTGGATATAGCTGATGGTGATATATTTTTACCGACCAATAATGATTTTTTTAATGATTATGCATATTTGTTTCATACTCATCCATATGCTTCAACTTATGGTAATCGAATTAAAGACGGTATACTTTATGAATTCCCGAGTGCCAATGATATTTATAATTTCGTAAAATATAGAAATGAAGGTAAAGCACAAGCATCCATAATAATAGTCCCTGAAGGAATTTATGTTGTAAGACAAGTTATTTATAAAAAAAAACATGATCTTGATGTTAAATATTTTCCATATATAAATAAATACACTCTTAAATTAGAAAAACTTGCAATTAAAAATCTCAGAGAAAATATTGATAAAGCATCAGATCCTGAATTTTTCCACAAAACAATAGGATCCAATTTTAAATATATCAATCTTTATAATAAATATTTGGAACCCCATAATATTTTTATTGAATACTATCCACGTCGCAAAATTAATGGAGAATGGTGTCTGAGACCAATAAATTTACAATATGTCGAAGAATCTTCCAATTAATATATAATATTTTTTAAAAAGATAATATATATTAATGTCCTCAGAATATATTGGAGCAATTGTAATAATTATATTACTCCTAATAATCATATACTTTCTATTTAGATCAGATGAATCTCAAAATGAAAATTTCGAAATAAATTTAGCGACACCAAAACAATTAAAATATTTTTATCAACCGGTATCATCTCAATTATCTAATTCTACCATTGACACAAGTTTATGTCATCCTGATTGTTGCGGAACACAATGGCCTTTTTCTGATGGTCTCACATCAAACCAAATAATAAATAATATTTCCAAAATGAATACAAATAATAATTTAAGAAGTAATTATACATGTGCGCGAGGAAAAAATGGTATTGGATGCCCATGTTTAACTTCAGAAACACATAATTTAATTATTAATAGAGGTCAGGTATTTAATGGACAATAAATATGTTAATTCCAATTTTCCATAATTATTTTTTGTGTACCAATATCAGGTCTTAAAGTATTTGTGGGTGTTTGTATATTATCTGTATTTACATCACTTGGAGGATATAAATAAAAATGCCATATCAACCAAACTATTAATGATATAGCCAAAGGATATTTCCAACTGAATGATTTAACAACTTTTCCATCTTTTAATTCTGTATTATACCCAATTTTAAAAATATAAAATATTATACATAAGACTATAAATGTTATTATAAGAATAACATATGAATTTTGATAAATACTTGTGTATGCCATTATATCATATATATTGATGTGATAAAATTATTGAAATTTAAAAGTATTTTTTTTCATATTGTGTTTATTTCTGAATCCACCATATTGTGCCACACCATAATCTTCAATTAATTGAATATTATCAGGATCTATTCTTTCGGATGTTTCTGGATTAGATCTTTTTTCTAAATTTATATATGGCATCGGTCTTGTACTTAATGTTGTTCCTGAAATTGTTTTTTTGGAAAAATTAGTATTAATAGTTTTTTCATCATCAAAATTTATATTCATAATACGTTGATCAGTATTATTTTTATTTTCTTCACCATATTCTTTTTCAATTAAATGTGGAGCTATACCAAGATCACTATTTCTCATATATGGATGATGTTTCATGGATGGATTATTAATTACAGGATTACTAATTACTGGATTATTCATTAATAAATTATCCTTAGGAGAATATCCACGAGGATTTATTCCATTCATGGGTTCAGGATTGGTTTCTTTATTCGAACCAAAAGGCTCATTCATATTACCTGCTGCCATTTTTTCAAGATTCATAATTGCTTGAATTTTCTCATTATTAGGTTTAATACTTTCAGATTTGATTAAATTCAATACTTCTTTTTCTAATTTTAATTTCTTTTCGGATATAATTTTATTTTCGGAAGGATTTTTTTGCACTCCTTGATTAAAATCAGGTCTTGTATTTTGAGTATAAGCAATTGGTCCTGAATTCATTCCAAACGTAAATCCTGTATTCATATTATTATTATTATTTCCCGGATTAAAATTATTAAATGAACCAACTTGATTATTCATTTGCATTTGATTCATATCGTTAGGAAAACCGGAACCCATAAATTGATTATTTATGGGTTCTTGTATAATATTACATGAATTTATGAGATATTCTTTTAATATCATTGAAATTGGTAATATATTTCTCACAGCCTTTACAATACCCTCTTGAATATTTTTATTTATAATAACATAATTTCTTTTTTGCTCCATGGGTGTATGTTGATCACTAAATAGAAAAGGATTATTGTACGCATGCTTTCCACATTCAATATAACATTTATGAATGAAATTAGCCGTTGTGCAATTATTATAAAACGTTTGCCCAATTAAATTACTTATTGTATTAGAATAAGTCAAAAGTATTATATTAGATTTAATGACCGCTTTAATTAAATCATCAAGATATTCAGATGCATTACTTGTATTTTTGATACGTAATGTTTCATCTTCTATAATTGTTTGTGACCAAGTATTAATTGATTTTAAATATTTTTGGAACACAATCAAAGTTAAATCTGGTTTCCCTCCCTTTTCACAATCCAATTTTGCGTTTTTATACATGTCCATTAATCCATCGTATATTGGTGATGTTAATGTATCTACCAAATGTTCAGTATATTCATTCCTTATTTCTAAAAATAATGCAACATTCATTTTATAATATAATATGACTATTTATTTTTATAATAAATCAACGAAATATTAAAAAATAAACATGTTTAATAAAATTATTTTAAATTTAGTTCAAATATAACATATATAAAATATATATTTACGTATTGAGTCATTAATAAATTAATATAAGATTTTATCGTGTATCAATCTTATAATGTTTTCCCGTAGAATTCCGGCAACATCAAAAAATTTATCATTTAATAACGGATTTCCAAGTGTTGTATCCAATACTTTATGCACATCTTATCCACACATACCCAAATCATTACAAAATAATGAATCTTTTCAAAACAACGATAATAAATTAGAATCTGAATTATCAACCACCCTTACTGAACTTTATGTCAACATTAATCATTAAAAAATTGAATTTATTTTTATTAAGACATAAAAATTTATTCCGTAATAAATTTATCATGGAACAAACTTTAGTTATTATTAAACCTGATGCATTCGAAAGAAATTTTGTCGCGAAAATTATGCGTAGATTAGAGAAAAAGAATATTAAAATAGCTAATATTAAATATTATCAAGATGTACCCAGAATATTAATTGAAAAACATTATGATCAAGATCGAGAAAAAGATTATTTTTCAGCTAATTGTGATTTTATGATAAGTGGACCAATTATGGTAATTATTTACGAAGGACCTAATGTAATAAATTTTGTCCGTAGATTACAAGGTAATCGTGATACCCCAGGTACTATTCGTGGAGATTATGTTACTGATATTAGAAGAAATTTAATTCATGCAAGTGATTCTGTAGAAAATGCACAAAGAGAAATTAATATTTGGTTTCCTTAATAATATTTTCAGGGTATTATGTCTAGAAACATTTATTTATGTTTATATTTTTGTTTTGCAAAATGAGTTTAACATATTCCAAAATGTAAAATGATATATTATTAATATAATATATCAAGTTATAATGAATAAAATTTATTTTACTTTGACAAATTTACAAAATGATAATTATTTTAACTACTTCACAGAAGCAAAATATATATTTCGTTTTTTAGATTTTGAAAATCCTGAAAATGTTTATATTAGAAGAGTATATATTCTTAAAAATATGCCAGATTCAGAAATTATTATTGATACAGATACAAAAAAATATTATGCAGATAGAACAGTTTTAGGAGAAAAACATGATCTTCGAAATCCCAAAACTTATGATTATATTTTACAATATGGAGTTGATTTAAAAATAGATAATTGTAAAATATTACAATGGGCATGTTTTTATGGTTATATATCAGTTATTTCTCGTTTGATTAAATTAGGAATTGATCCGAAAAATGAAGATGCGTTAATTTTAGCTTGTAAACGAGAAAATTTAAATACTATAAAATATTTAGTTGAAAATGGTGCTAATCCATTAATCAAATCAAATGAACCTATTAATATTGTATCTATAAAAGGTAATCTTGAAATTGTAAAATATCTTATATCCGTTGGTGCAGATAAAAATTTGGCATTATTTAATTTTAAATCATATGGACATCAAAAAATGATAAATTTAATATAAATTTATTGATTGTATTAATGTAGGAATAAAATTTATACATTAATAAATATGAATATATCAGACAGATTTAAAAATAATATTGTATTAATATTTGGAGGAACAAGTGGGATAGGTTTAATGACAGCTATTGATTTTATTAATCATGGAGCAAAACATGTTACAGTTTGTGGTAGATCTGATTGGAAATGGACACGAGCAAAAAATATTATTCAAAAAAATATGAATGAGTATATTATTAAAGAACATGATGATAAAATAGAATTTTCAAATTCTATAATTCAATATATACCAGGAGATGTTAGAGTTGAAAATTCTGTAAAAGATGTTATTAAAAAAACTAAAGATATTTATGGTCATATTAATATTTATTTTAATAATGCCGGAGTGCAACCAATTTGGGGAAATACAGATGGAGATATAACTGAATTAAATTATGAATCGGATTTAACTCCTGATGGAGAAATATTATATAAAATTCCAAGTACTGAAAGAGATAAAAGATTACGTAATACATGTTCAACACCTGCTTCAGATTTTTGTGAAAATCCTATTGCTACATTTATTATGGGTATCATTTATTGTTTAAAATGGGAATTATATCATGCATTTACACAATCATCAAATATACCTGTTAGTATTATTAATATGATCTCAAGAAATGGTGTTAACATACCATCATATGAAAGACCTATATATTCAGCATGTAAAGCATTCATACATTCTATTACACAAAGTGCAGCAACTCAAGCTGCACAAAGAGCTATTAAAACAAACCATTCAATAAGAATTAATGGCGTTGCTCCAGGACCTATTCTTACACCATTAGAAATACCTTTATTTTTAAAAAAAAGTAATGTTTTTGACCAATTGGATAATCAAGAATTATCTGAATTTGATAAAAAAGCTTCTAAAGGCGTTCCAATGGGCAGAAGTGGAAAAACAAATGAAATATCACCAACAATATTATTTTTAGCGGATTATAATCAGTCTTCATATATAACAGGTTCAATAATAACTATTGATGGTGGTTATACTGCATCTCCTATTTTTGAATAATTATATTATAATATAATTATTCAAAATTTTTACCATCCACATTTTACTTTTCCCATTGGATACTTATTATCCAAATTAAATTTCAACCAATCCACATCACTAGTATCCCATTCAGGACATTTACAAGAGCATTTACATCTCTTTGACCAACCATCATATTTACATTCTTTAAATGATCCATGATTATGATAAAAATAATATGGTCCATTATTGCGAACTAAGAAATAGTTATATTTTTTATGAGCCAAAATTATTATTTCTTTTTCTGTCATTGAATAATATTTTTCTAAATCTATATTTAAATGTGAATCGGTATATCTTTCCTTTAAAATATCTTGTAGATTTTTATTTGTGTATGGAAAATTACAAAATAATATTTGCAAACAAAGACGTAAATAATTTGGTTTAACTAGGATTAATTCTCCTAGTTTATTGATTATTTCAGTGATTATTCTATTTTCTTCGTTTATCAAGGATTTTTGTGTTTCAAAAATATATTTGTTTAAAATTTTTATTTCGTCTAAAATATCCTGATATTTTATGTGAAGTTCTTTATTATTTTCGTAATTTTTTATTTCAAGATTGATTTTTTCTCGTTTTGTGTATAATTCTTTTCCAGCGAGTATTTTATTTTCCATATAATAAATTGTATCATTAATATTTTGATAAGCTCGTATATATTTATTTTTTTTATTAGGATTTTCTTCAAGATCTTTTAATAATTCTTTATTTAATTTGAGATTTTTAAAAAGTCTTGGATGATTTTCATATTCATATATTTTATTCTCAATATCTTTTAATTTCCTGTAAAGGTTTTTTCCTTTTACAATTTCTTTTTCAAGAGGTTCTAAATTTTTTTTTAACTCATTTTTTTGCGAATGAATAGAATATAAAAAATCTGCAGTTTCTTGATTAAATGACATTAATAATCTTTAAATTATTAATATTATTTAGTAAAATTATATATCAATTTTAATTAATATATTCAGAAAAATCTTTGTAGACTTGATTTTGTCTCATATGTATATCTTGTAGTATCTGTTTTGTAACAGGATTTTTATTATAAACGAAAATTACATTTGTCATAATATTTATTCCAACAAAATCAGTATTGGGTGATAATACTTTATAATTTTCTGATTCATAATGAGGATTATTCATTTTTAATGATGATTATTATTTCCATTATTAATGAGTAGCTCAATATATTGTTTTATCAATTTTTTTTAAAATTTCCAAAATATTATTTTTCAAATAATTTTGATATTGGATCGTATCAAAATGCATATCTTCAGGTAAAATATCTCTCATATAAGATTCTTCTATTTTACTGACTTCATTTATTATTTTAAGATAATCATTTGTATATTCAAAATAACCTTGTTGCTTATATAAATTTATCAAAAAATTCGTATATTCTTTCTCCGAAAAATTAGACATGTTTATTATAAATAATTAGAAATAACCTATAACAATATATTAAATTATCAATTTTATGATATTAAAAAAAATTACGAAATATTATTAATGAAATACTTTACTTTTACAAATAATTTATTAAGAACATATGTAGACAATATTATATATTCATTTAAATATATAAATAAACCCATAAATGATGAAAATATTTTTATTAATATTGATTTTGGACCACAAGAATTAAATAAACTAGCCATTTTAATTCCAAATGTTAAAAATCTCAATTTATATTTTGGAGATATAACTGTTAAATACGATTTATCACCCCTTATTCAATTGAAAAATATTAAAACTTTAATAATAAATAGTTTGAAACAAGAAAAATTTTTGCCAAGATTATTAAACATCAAATCTCTAAAAGTTTTAAATTTGTCCAAACTTATTATTTATGGTCAAACATTAGATCCGATCGAACCAATATTTTTATGGCCAAAAATAAAAAACACAAAATTTCTACACATTAACAAAATAGAAAGATATCATGATGTTATTAATTATGATATTAAAAAAACAAAAATATTCACAAATATTATTTCAAAAAATACTGTTTTAAGTGAAAATATTATTTTACAAGATATGGGAAATTCAATATATCAAATAATATATCGTCAATATGTAGCTTATCATGAAGATAAGTTAAGTATTATTCCTACTAATAAAAAAACTTTTTTAAGTTTGATATATAATCAATTAGATGTTGATATTCATGCAGACTATCCTAAATTTCATGATGATTTATTTTTGGAAGATCTTGATTAATTAATTATTTAATCAAATAATCAATTAATTAACATGACGACATTTTGCTTTTCCTACTGGTTTATCAGAATTTAAATTAATATCAAGAAACCAGTTAACTTTCTTCGTGTCCCAATATACACATTTTTTATTACAATCACAATATGAAAATGGAGCATACCAATTACATTCTTTAATCCCATCACTATGATAATGAGTAAATTTATGAGGACTCGTTTTTTGAACTAGGTAACAATTATAAGTTATATGAGCTGCTTTCACAATATCTTCTTCAGGTAATTCGTACCACTTTTTACCATAACCAACAGTATCTATTCCATGTATTTTTTCATTAATACCTAAATATCGTACACATCTTGTCAAATAAGTAATATTTTCTGAATTAGGAAATACTTTTTTGACTAGATTTATATAATCTTCATCAGAACTACCAGTAAATTCATTTACTATTTTTATAATATTTTCACTAGTATACAGTCCGTATTTTTCTAGTTGTTCATTTATAGTTTTTAAAATTTTTTTATAATTTTCAATATCATGTCGACGTACAGCTCGTTTATAATAAATTTTTGATATTTGTTCATTAAGAGAATTTATTTCACTTTCGCCTTCAATAATTTTATTTTGATATTCATTCCTTTTTGAAATAAAATCCTGAATGAAATCATCATGATTCATTTTTCCAAATGAGATTATACTTTTTAGTATATAATAGTTAATGAAAACAATTACTTTTTCAATTTTTTACCAAGAACAATCTACATGTCCTATCGGATTTGATGCATCTAAGTTAATATCTTGGAGCCAATCTATTCCATTTGTATACCATTTAACACATTCACTGTCACAATTACACTTATCTGAATAACCATCCCAATAACATAAATTGTGATTGTCATGATGATGAAAGAATTCATGTGGTCCCGTTGAAACGATCAAATATTTATTATAAATTTGGTGAGCTTTTTCAATAATATTTCCTTCATCTAATTCAAGTAATTGAAAAACTGAAGGAACATTATTATCTACACAATAACTTTGAGGTCCCCTTAAAAATTTAATACATCTTATCAAATAATTTTTATCATAAACATAAGTTAAATGTGAAACAAGTAACTCAACTGTATCATTATTTTCTTTATTAATTTGCCTTCTTATATCATTTATAAGAATTTTAAGGATTAATCTTTCCTCTAATAATAAAGATATCATTTGATTCATTTTAAGTAAATCATTTGTATATTTTGTGATTAAATCCTGGTCTTGACAAATAACCAATTGTTTTTTTAAAAAAGCAAGTTTATAATTTTTATCACTCAATTTCATTCTTGTTGTTTTATATCTGTCACATAATTTTTGAAGTCTGTGTAAGTGATCCATAAATAATATGATAATAATAGTAATAATATTTTTATGTTAATTTAATAAAAATCAATGTTATCGTGGAAAAAATTATGTATTGATAATATATTTTATATCTTCTAGTTATATAACCATGACAAAAATAGATGGTCCAATTAATGTAATCAGAATGAGTGGTACTATTGATAACATAAAAAAAGTCATATATTTATTTATGGATAGACATAATGAAATAGAAAATCAAACAGATTGTCAAGATGATTCATCGATTAACATACAAAAATATTTAAAACAAAATTTCCAAAATCTAAATTCGGGTAATACTAAAGTTGATTTTTTTTTGGAGACTAATCCTGGACATTTATCCGCAAAAATATCTGAAACAATATTTAATTCTGGTCCCAGTCTAGAATATTTAGAAAGTCTTTGGTATTTTTTTTACAAAAATATTAAAATAGATAAAAACAAGATTTCATCTAATTTCAAAAATGTTAGATTTCATTACATAGACATAAGACAACCTTTGTATATTTTAACAACAAGAATGATAGATGTTGCTCAAGAAATTTTTAATAATGAAGAAAAAGAACTTATTATTGCAGATGTTATAAAAACTTGTTTAGAAGTCATTATGGAATTTTTTGGCAATTTTATTGATTTTGTAAAAAGTGATACAAAAAATATTAAAAAAAAGTTTATCCAACAAAAAATAAAAATAAGTCTTATATTGTTGATGTTATTTTAAAAAGAGATTGTAGACAACAATTTTATGATGAAATATTTTACTTCTTGAACAAAATAAAATATGATTACAATCACAATAATGTTAAAAATATTGTTGATACATATTTACACGAAGATATACTTGAAAATGCAAATAAAGTTAAAAATAATGTGGAGAAACTACATGATTACGTTGCAGGTCTAACTAACGAGGATTACGAAAATAATTATTTATCTGAAAAAATTAAAAATGAACTTGATCATTTGGATTATGATTTATTTACTTTTGATGCAAAAATAGTTGATTTGTATTTTCTTCGAAGATTTTTGGATAAGGATTATATTACTAATGCAGTAGTATACACAGGTGCTTATCATTCTATGGTTTATATCTATATGTTAAGGACAATAGGTTTTAAAATAACACATTGTGCTAAAACTAATATTTATAACATTAACGAGTTGAATGATATTGTTTTGGAAAATAAATTAGATTTTGGAAAATTTTTGGATACTTTTGCATTGGATAATACTTTACAGTGTAGTGATATTGAAGGATTTCCGGAGAATTTTAGATAAAATTGATTTTATTATTATTGAGTAAAATGTATGGTATGGGAGGATTTTTAAAAACATTATATAAAAACTAATTAATTATTGTAAATATAAATGGATTTAATAAGTAAAGAATCAGATCTTGTTGGTAATAAAAGAAATAAAATAATTTTGTGGAATTTTTTAAAATATGCACACATAAGTTTTTTATTTATGCTTCCGGAATTATTAAATATTGTACTAAATGAATATTTATTATACATGCATTTTAATTTTAATTTATATCCAGGTCGATTTAATAATAATGGTGTAGTGTATAATTTTGATAAATATTCAATTCTGCATTTATCAAATTTTGTTAAGGTCATACATGAAGATGAATTACCAGAAGAAGAAATAATTTCAAATGAAGATTATGATGAAATGGTAAATTTTTATAATGAATTACTGGATTATGTTAAAAATATAACAGGTAAAAAATTTATGTATGGTACAAAATTTAATAAAAGTGATAAAAAAAAACTAACAAAGTATTATTGTGAAGATGAATGGCTAGATATGGCTGATTCTTGTATACAAAAAAAACTACAAATAAGTGTACCAAAAAGTTATTTTGATTTAGATAAGTATAAAAAAATAAATAAATTAGAAAATGTGAAATATGAATATCGTGCTGTTGATATTGTTTTAAAAATTAATAATAAAAGTAGTATATTTTCTTGTCTTGATTTATGGGACATACGTGATTGTATATCAATACCTACTTATTATTTTGTTGAATGGGAATCAGTTAATGTAAAAATAGCTTATATATTTTTTACATATGATCATAGATTTCATGAACCTGTTTAATAAATATTTTGGCATCACTATTATTTTTAAATAAAAAATTGATTTTATTTAAAATTAAATATATTATTTTCATCCAAACATAAAATATGGAAAAACAATTGGTAAACTACAAAAATAATTCTTATTGTGTTTTTAAATACCCAAAAAAAACACTAATGGTAAACTATTTATTGTGGATGAAGAGGATGTTGAAAAAGTAGATAATTCAGGTCATAAATGGTATTGTGTTAATAATTATGTTGGATATAATTGTATGAAAAATAGGAAAAGTTATACTTATTATCTCCATAATGAAATCATGGATAAAGAACATGGTGGTGGTAAAGGTCAAAAATATACCATAGATCATATTAGTCGCAATACACACGACAATAGAAAAGTTAATTTAAGATTAGTAACTCAAACAACACAAAATGAAAATCAAAAACGTAGAGAAAGAACAGTAGTTTTACCTGATGGTTGCGGTATTGATATTGATGAAATACCAAAATGTGTATATTATCAAAAACCACAAAGTGGTCATGGTGAAATGTTTGTTCTTGAACTTAAAAAAAATGGTGTAAAAAAATGTTGGAAATCTTCAAGTTCCGTTAAAAAATCTTTAGAAGATAAATTAATAGAAATAAAAGAAATATTATTATCTGTCTCTGATCAATACCCTGAATTAATGGAAGATAAAAATATTATTCAAAATTATTCTGACGAAGCAATTAAATTAATAAAAGAATTTAATGCAATAATTAAATTAACAGATTTTGATTGTGTAGAAGAAAATTTGATTAAAGTACCAAAAAAATAATAGTTAAATCTGATTTAGATAATGCTAGTAAAGATACCAAAAAATATATATCAAAAACAAATTTATTAAATAAAACAGGACGTAGACATGAAAATAAATTACCCACAAAATGTGGTATAACACCTGATATGATACCTAAATACTGCTATTATGCTGCAAAAACTGAAAAAAGAGGTGATTCATTTGTAATTGATAAACATCCAAATTTACCTCAAGGAAAGCGTCAATGGAGAACAACCACAAGTAAAAATATTAAAACAAAAGAAAAGTATAAACAATTAAAAGACAAACTTAAAGAACTAAATAAATCTATCAAAAATTCTGGTTCTAAAAGTAGTAAACCTAATAAAAAATTATAGTTATTCTAATAATATTATTATTATAATAACCATATTAATACCACTATTATATGTATGGTTTGGGATGATTTTTAATTTGAATAGGCTAAGCCCCCCATTCCGCTCATAATTCTGAGAACATTGTAATTAATAGCGAAGATAAGGACTTTATTATCATTGTCAGCGAAAACATCAGCATATTTGCTGTTAGCAAAGTGATTGAACCAGAGATTGAGTTGAGCAGTATCAATTCTTGAGAAATTGCAAGTACATGATGGTTGATGTTCTTCAGGGTTAAGAGCAAATGAGAAGACATTGAGACCATCTTTGGGTGATTTAGTGTGATGCATGTAAGGTTCAACAGTGTCATGCCAGAAGCCAGATCTCTTGCTTTGACGTGATTGACCATTGAGTTGAAGTTCAGCATCACTTACAGGATTTTTAGTACCGTCGATAAGAAGACCGTAGTTGTCGTGTTGCCATACGGTAATATCATGTTTCTTAATATAATCAACACGGTTGTCATCATCAAATTTGTCAACAGGAATTGAAAGATCAGAAATAGTAAGATCATTTCTGGTAATTTTTTCAACTTCAGGATATCTTAAGTTATCATTTTCAAAGTCAGTAACAATACGGATGACACCATCAACTTTGTCACGGAGATCAGCATCTTTATTTCTCTTAAGGAGAGGAACACAAGGAGCTAATTTACCAATAAGAACAGTACCATCAAAAGCATCAGCAGTGTGTGAATCGTTGAAGGTATAATGAGGTTCTTCTGAAGTGCTTGAAGGATCTACACCAACATATTGAAGACCACAATCACCATGATAACTGTTATCATTTTGTTCGGGAGCAACATCATTGAAATAACCAAATTCATCGAGATCAAATTGAGAAAGGAGAAGGAGTTTAGCAGCATTTTCACGAGCACGTTCCCAATCTTCGTGATCATAAACCATGAATTTACCTCCTTGATAATTACCTAATTTGGTAATCCAATAAAGAGCTTTGACAGGGTGATTGTAATTGAGTTTATATTTAGCTGAGTTACTAGTACCAATTGATTCTTCGCCAGTGAATTGAAGTTGTTCAATAAGATATTCGTGAGAAACTTGAGCGAATCTTCTTCTTTCTTCAGTATCAAGATAAACATAGTTAACATAGATAGAAACATCATCAAGTTCAAAGTTATCAGCACCACATTTGAAAGCATCACTGGCAATGTAACATTGTTCAGCAGGTCTGAACTTAACGTAAATTCTAACTACGTGATATTGAAGAGCAATAAGAGGGAGAGCGAGACCATTATTGCGGCAGAAATAGAATTGAAGAGGAATGTAAAGAGTGTATGAATTTTTAAGAAGATTGTTGTCATAACAATCCCAATCAAGAGTACTGATAGATGTTAATTCAGGAACATTACCAAGCATCTTGTTAAGACCGGCTTCATGATCTTTACTTTGAGAGACTTCTTGCCAGATGTGAAGCCAATCACCATATTGTTTATCAATAGTTGAACCACCAATTTCGAGTTCTGTTTCGTCAACAATAGCATGACCAATATGTTTAACCCAAGCGAATTTAACATGTCCGAATTTATCAAAAGGACCAGTAAATCTTACTTCGGGTAATACTACTTTAAGGAAAGCTTGGGTAATAAGATCTCCATTACGAGATATTTCTGCAGTTGATTTTCTTCCGAAATTAGTATTACCATTAAAATATTGCTCAATTGATTCAGTCGCAAAGTTAGTATGACGACGATATACTACCTTAAAAAAAGTAATTTGCGGATTCCCAGTGAGATAGACATCTTGCACAATTCAGTAGATTTGAATGAGATTTCTACTGAGTTTTCCCAATATTAAATTTTTGGGATCCCCAAAGTTTCCAAAGGGGGTGGAGTACACCTTATGCAATCTTCCATAACTTGCTAGGCTATGGTGATTAAATATCATGATTGCCCATTACCGTCTACTCTCTACACATTATCCATACCTCTTGCATAACGAGGGTTAGGATTTAGCTCGACGCTTGCCCAATCCATTTGATTTGTTACCATACCACGGTTTGGAGTCCGTGCCACTAATCAGTTTCCCAATTAGCTTGGTATCAAATGGCTCCATTCAAAAAAATTGAATGTCCAAATATATATCATATCAACATAAAAATATATCATTAAAATGAGTAAAAGTGCAAAAAAAGAATAATTTACATAAAAAAATGTAGTAAAAATATAATATCAGATTGTGTTATTGAAGGTCCAGATGAAATGTTTATTAAAGGTACTAATAAGTGTAAACCATGCCATAATGCCTTAAACAGAGAAGGATATAAAAGAAACCGAGATAAAATTTTAAAAAGGAAAAAAATGTACAATAAAGAATATGTAAGACGCGAAAATGTTAAAGAAAGAAGACGTGTTTATAAACGAACTGAAAAGTATAAAGCTTATGCTCGTAATTATGCTAATAATAAACATAAAACTAATTTGATAGAACGTCTTAAAACTAATATTCGTAATAGAATAAGGCATAGTGTTAAAAAAAGAAATGAATCCTCATCAGAATTAATTGGATGTCCCATTGAATTATTAATAGAATGGCTCGAATTTAATTTTGATGAAAATATGAATTGGACTAATTATGGAAGTTACTGGCATATGGATCATATAAAACCTTGTAGTAGTTTTAATCTGGATGATATTTTAGAACGCGAAAAATGTTTCAACTGGACAAATGTTGCACCAATGAAAGCTTCTGAAAATGAAAGTAAACATGCCAAAATTGACGAAGAATTAATTTTGTTTTATAATAAAAGACTAGTTGAATTTTGTAATCAGTATTTAAAAAAATATGTTGATAATTGATATATGTATTGGTAAGGGTATTGCCCGAATTTGGTAATGTCGCCAATATCAGAATACAATCCGCTAATTATTCTGATTTGACTAGCAGGTTACATAATCCTTTAATAAGGATCCCAATTTTTACAAGCCTTTATCCTTTACAGTAAAATTGGGAACTGTAAAGGGCCCCCACTGTTGATGCCCAAGATGTAATCTAAGCACCATAAGCTACGAGTTGTAATAATCCTCCTGCCATTGTAATATATATACTATATGATAGAAAAAAAAATTTAATATGTTAAATTTTTTTCTCTTATAATTTGCGGTATTAAAGGGAAATACTTAGGTTTTATACCAATATGATATTAAAAAATGCGTTCCAATTTTTCTACGAAATTAAATATAAGTATAGTTTTATCGCATTTTTATGCCACCCTGTATTTTATTAATATATTTAAATTATTTAAAGTGTTGAATCTAATATAAATTAGATAAATGTCCAATATTACAAAAATTTTAAAAATAGATCAAAAGCATCGAACAAAAGGTATTACTGGTGATTTACATACTATTGATACAGTGGTATCAGATTTAACGCTTGATTATGATCTACCTACATTATGCAATAAACGTACAGATAAACCTAATATATTAATGAACAATATTGAAAAATTTACAGAAGAATTTTATAAAAAATATCCTTTTTTAAAAAATGTTAATATGGATAATCTATTAATTGCAGGTGGATCTGTGAGTAATATAATTCGTGGTGATAAATCATCAGGAGATATTGATTTTTTTGTTTATGGATTAAATACTAAAAAAGCAACAAAACGTGTAGAACAATGGTTATTAGATATTCTTGTATATAATAATACAAAAAAGAAAAATAATACTAAAACTAAAAAAGTATCAAATGATTCAGAATCCGAGGATGATGATGATTACGAAGAAGAAAATAAATTCAATGATTCTGATGAGAAAAATAAATACATCATCGATGATTATAAAATTATTAAAAATAAAAGTAGTATTTCTATTTTAATAAATCATGATGATTTTAAGGTGCAACTTATTTTTAGATTATATAAAAGTATCAGTGAAATTCTTCATGGATTCGATTTAGGAAGTAGTGCTGTTGGTTTTGATGGAAAACAAGTTTATTTTACTAGTTTAGGTAAATTCTGTCATGAATATTCTTGTAATATTATTGATACAACAAGAAGAAGTACAACTTATGAATATCGTTTAATTAAATATTTTGATAGAGGTTTTAATATTGTTTTACCAAAGTTAAATCTAGGTAAATTACGAACTAGTTATTTAAAATATGGGGAAATAGAAATATGTGAAATGCCTTATTTTGTTTTTGCATATTCTGAAATTACAGGAAATAAAATTCGCGTAAAAAATTTTTATAATAAATTTACTAGTAGTTCCGATTATGAATTAGAACCAATGGATCCAATAAATGTATATTATCAAAGTCTTAAAATCAATATCGTTAATTTAATTAATGATGTTGACTACTTTTATTATGTTTCTTCGCAAATAGATGAAAATAATGTTGATATTTTAACTAAACCACCAAGAATTACAAAAGGAAATATTATCAATTTTTATGATGAAATTAGGCAGAAATTAAATAAAAGGAATATTGATGTTAATTTAATAAAAAGATATATTAACGTGGACAAAGTTGAAAATATTGTTTCAAATATGTTTGATCCGGATGTAAATACTAGTGAATATTTTGATGAATTAATAGAAAAACAGAAAAAATCGGCATTTAAGAAACTAAATAAATTATTAAATCAAGAACATAACATTGATTGGATTACAGATAATCCTGGTACTCAATTAACTTCATCATTTAATCCAATCATTGAAGATGAGGTTAATTGGTATGGAAAAAGATATTATAAATCTAAGTAAATTTTTTTACAATTGGAAAATATATCTTTAAATTAAATCATATAAAGTTCCATTTATATAATTTAAAGATAAGAAATAATGGCAAAGACCAGAGCGAAACGTAATGTTAATAATAGAGCCAAAAAGGGCACCCTGGATCAAAAACATACTGAAAAATTAAACAAATTTGAAAAAATGGCAGAATCTTTACCAAGGAAACGTGAAAAATTAACGAAATTAACAAAAGAATTAAATAATCTTAAATCCATGAATCCCAATAAATATTCACATGAAGACATACGACGAAAAGCATATTTAATGGATACCATTGAAAAATTAAAAAATGATATATACTCTATTGAAAATTGTACTGAACCACTTAATTATATTGCTAATACTTTGCCAATATTAGTAAATTATTATGATAATGAAAATATTATTGATGATGATAAAGAAGAATTTATTACTGAAGCATCAACAGATGGTAAAAAAAATATTTTAAGTTATTTTCTACGTGAAGCAGAAGCTAATCGCACAAAAAATGAAGATGATGATCCTAAACGTAAAAAATCAAATGAGACTACTTATTCTGGCAGTAAAACATCAAATTCCAGGCAAAGAATAAGTCGTGCCAGATTATATGATAATTATTTAAATATAACGGATTCAAGATATCGAAAAACTTCACAAAAAATATCAAATATTTGTCCGGCAGAAAATTGTGGTGGAGAAAGAATTTTAAGTCAAAATGACAGTTTTCTTGTTTGTAAAAAATGTGGACTTTCAGAATCTATTTTCTTAACTACAGATAAACCAAATTATAAAGAACCAACACAGGATTCAGGAACTTATGCTTACAAACGAATAAATCACTTGACTGAAATATTAAGTCAACTTCAGGCCAAAGAATCAACTGATATTCCTCAAAAAGTTTTTGAAAGTATAAAACGTGAGCTTAAGAAAAGAAAAATTAATAAAAATGATCTTGATATATTTAGATTAAGACGTATTTTAAAAAAATTAAATTATAGAAAATATTACGAACATGTGCCTCATATTCTTCAAATTATTAATGGTAAACAACCTCCTAATTTCAGTAGAGAAGATGAAATGAAAATAAAGAAAATGTTCAAGCAGATACAAAAACCTTTTGCAATATATTGTCCTAAAGACAGAAAAAATTTTTTGAATTATTCTTATGTATTACACAAATTTTGTGAACTACTAGATTTGGACGAATACATAAATTATTTTCCTCTTCTTAAAAATAATGCCAAATTATTACAACATGATAAAATTTGGAAAAATATATGTGAATACATGCGTTGGGAATTCATCAAAAGTATTTAAAATTGAATTAAAATAGGTTTATAAACCTATTTTAATATTATGCGAATATTAACATGAATACCAATAAAGAAATTATTATAACAGTCCAAAAAATTATTGAATATATTAAAAATAATGGACCCACAAAATTTCATATTTTAGATAGTTTTATAAAAATAATAATTCCGTTTGTCCTGTTTGGAAGAGAAAAAATTTATCCATTTTAGAATTTTTGAAAAATTTTATGAAATTTTTATTATTGAACATAATCAATCTGTTAAATTAGTAGAAAACTTTGATATTAATGAATATACTGATGAGAATATAATTCGACTTTGGGAATTACAAGAAGATGATTTATTTTTTACGTCTAAAAAAGTTGGCAGAGATTTAAATATATTTATTTTAGATAAGGATTTACAAATAGATGTTGTTAACAATTCTGAAGATTGTGACACTTGGATTCAATCCAATATTTTTGATAAAAAAATAAATTGTGTTGGTTTTGATACAGAAACTATTATTACAGGTCATGAGGAAAAAGTTTCTATTATACAAATATCTACTCAAGATAATAACTTAATTGTCCAAGTTAATAAAATGAGTGTGTTACCAACTAAACTATATGAAATGTTAATTAATCCAGAAATTATTAAAGTGGGTATATCCATAAAAAATGATATGATAAAAATAATGAAATATTTCACAGAATTAAAGTTTGTTAAATGTGTACTTGATTTATCAGATCTTGTTAAATTACTACAAGTGGAAAAATTTGGTAATGTTAATAATAGTATTGGATTAAAAATGTTAGCAGCATCTGTTCTTGGATTATATATAGAAAACAAAGATTTGTCCGAAGTAAAAAAATCAAATTGGAATAATGATATTTTGACGACGGATCAAATCAATTATGCCATTACAGATTCTATTATAACATTAAAAATATATAATGCACTTTATAATAAAGAATCGTATAATATTATACTTTCATGTTTAAAAACATATTATCCGGAAAAAGCCCGAATTAAACTTATTGGAAAAAATAATTTAACAAAAAAACAATTAGAAGAAAAAGAACAAGTAAAGAAAAAGGCATTAATTGAATCAAAAATTAAAAAATGGCATAAATATGATGATACAAGAGAATTAATATTGGAACCAATGAATTCATTTTATAGACAATTTGTACATATGACGTGTAAAAACTATCCTGATTTAACCACTATAACTACCGGTATTGATCCCAATCGATTTGTTACCATAATTAGATCTACTTGATATTTTATATATATTTATTTAATAAATGTATGAAAAATAAGGTGACACCTTTAAATTCAGACTATCTCTATCATAAATTCCAAAATAATTAAATAATGTTGGATAAATTAATTTTAATTCATTATAATCTTTGTCGAGATTCCATTTTAATGAAATAATATTAATTCTTAAAGAAGTTGGTCTAAATATAAATTCAGAATAAGTAGATATTAATTCTTTCATTGTTTTATTGAATAAAGATTTAGTTTTAATAAATTTTTTGACGATTTTACAACATTCATTTATGTAATAATTATTCAAATAATTTATAAAAGTAGCGCCAAATTTATCTTTTACCAAATGATTTTTACCATATCTTAAAAAAATAGGTAATAAATTTATAAAATATTTTTTACTTTTTTTGGAAATTAATATTAATGATGTCGAACCATCATTATTTGTAATAGTTGTATCAGCTCCATATTGTAATAATAATTCTATAACATCCAGATCAGATTCATATTGTAGATTATCGCTAATTGTTAGTAGAGCTGAATATTTATTTTTATTTATAATGTTAGGATGAGCTCCATTTTGTAGTAATAATTGTACAGTTTTAGGATTACTTTTATTATGAGAATAAATAGAAGATAAAATTAAAGCCGTATTACCATCATTATTTTGAATATTAGGATTAGCTTCATATTTTAATAATAATTTTATGGTTTCAATATTGCTATCTTTATTTGAAAAACAAGATGATAACATTAAAGCTGTCCATCCATAATTATGTTGAATATTAGGATCAGCATTGTGTTCTAATAATATTTTGACAGTTTCTAATGTGCTTGTTTTATGACTAAATCTTGAAGTTAACATTAAAGCTGTCCATCCATTATCATTTTGAATATTAGGATCAGCTCCATATTCTAATAATAATTTGATAATTTCTAAATTGTTAAATAATCTGGAATTTTTACAAGCAATCATTAATGCTGTCCATCCCAATGAATTTTTTGCATTAATATCAGTTTTATTTTTCTTTATATTTTTAATAATTTTATCATTATTTTTATTTATAATATAATACATTAATTTTGTGAATCCTTTACATTTAATTGTGGGAGTACAATTATATTCAATATCAATATGATAATTCATAATTATTTTATTGATATATTTAAATTGGTTTATTAAATGTAATCATTTAATTAATGTATTTAGAACTATTGTTTAATTTAGTATACATACTATCAAGATCATATATTCCAAAATAATCAAAAAGATTATTATATTTTGATTTTAAATAGTCAAAATCATTATTGTTAATCCCAATATCTAATTTAAGTAATAATATTTGTGTTCGAATAGAAGTTGGTTTATAATTTATTTTATTAGATTTTATGGATATTTTATTAAATATTTTTGTATAATTTTCATTTAATAATTCCTGATTTTTTAATAATTGCGTAGATTCAAACCAGTTATTTTCTTTTAAAAAATCTAAAACACTTTTTTTATCATATTTCATTCTTGTATTTAATCCATGATCAATTAATAATTTAACAAATTCTTGTGCTTCATTATCAGACATAAGTAAATTAAAAATTGTTGAAATGTTGTAGTTTGGATTCATACCATAATTTAATAATAGTTTAAAACTATCTAAATTCCAATCATTAAATAACATTTTATTACATACTAAAAATAAACAATTTAGTTGATTACCTGATTTGTTTGGATCAGCTCCTTTTTCTAAAAAAAATTTCATTATGTTTTGTTTTCCACAAAAAATAGATGTCATTAATGGCGTCCATCCTTTATTATCACATTTATTTATATCCGCACCATATTCCAATAATAAATTTATAATTTTTATATTTTCTTTATTACTCATCGCAATCATTAATGGAGTTTCATAACCCAATGAATAATTTGGATTATAACCATTATCTAACATATATTTTACATACTCATAATCACCATTTCTGAAAATATAATCAGGATTTAATGAATTAGGTTTGTATTCAATGTATGTTCCTGGAACAATGTTAAATTTTTTGATATTTTGTAAATTAATATCAGACATATTATTATTTCTTTAACAATTATTTTTTAAATGATTAATCATAAGTCTACGATAATAATCTAATGGTTTTAATTCCCGTGTTACAATTTTTGATTGGTCATCATAAAATCTTATTTTTAGTGAATCTGCAAAAGATAAATCGTTTTCAAATTCTGTCATTTCATCTGCACTCATATAATTATTTTGATATTTTAATGTTTGACGACTTGCATCAGATAATTTATTTATGTAATTAGGAAATTTTGTGACCAAATATCTTTTTGATCTGACATGATTTCCTACTAAGTTTGCTAATTCTTGACTAAATCCGTGATTCAACAAATATTCACGTCCAATTGATTCATGATTTAATACTCCAAGATTTCCCATTTTCATAGATTCACTATTGATTTCAATTAAATGTCCAATATCATGTAGGAAACATGCCAGTATAATAGTTTCAGTTTCACCATATTCTTCTGCTAACATAGCAGCTTTGGTCATATGTTCGAGTTGAGTTAAGTTTTCGCCAATATAATCACTACCACCATATTTTTTATATAAATCAATAATTTGCTCTACTGTTTGTTCAATATTCATCTTTATTATCATATTAAGACAATAAATTTTAATATGGTATTAAATTTTTCATTTTTTATTAGTGTACCTGAATTTATATAAAATATAGTTGCGTTGATATATTATTCATGAAAGAATTTATATTATGTCAAAAAATGCTAAATGGAAAACAATAAAAGAATTTCCTAAATATAAAATATCTGAAAGTGGTAATATTATAAATGCATCCACTAATTATCCTATTAAAAAGACTTTGACATCAGGATATCATATGGTTATTTTAAGCGGAAAGACCGGAGAAAAAAGAGTTTCAGTTCATAGATTAGTTGCTAAAACATATTTACCTAATCCAAAAAATCTAAGAATAGTAGATCATATTGATAATAATAAATTAAATAATCATGTACATAATTTAAGATGGGTTTCTCCATCAGAAAATGCTAAAAATTATATAAAAAATTTTGCTCCAAAGAATCCTATTTTACAATACGATACTGAAGGTAATTTAATAAAAGAATGGGGTTCCACAAGAGAAATTTTAGATGAAAATCCAAACTATCGTCATAATAATTTAAATCATTGTATATTAGGTAAGGGTAAAACAGCTTATGGATATGTATGGTGTAGAAAAAATCCTGTAGTTAAAAAAGAACCTGTTAAATATGATTTAGCTGATGATGAAATATTTAAGAGTATAAAAAAAATAGATGAAAATGATTTGTCAAATTATAAAGTATCCAATAAAGGAAATGTTATAAATTCTTCTGGTAAATTTTTAAGTAAAATGAATCGTGATGGTTACATTTGTATTAATTTAACAATAAAACCAGGTATGACAAAAAGATATCGTGTCCATAGATTAGTTGCTATTACTTTTATTAAAAATGATGATCCAATGAATAAAATTCATATAAATCATGTTGATAAAAATAGATCTAATAATTGTGTGGAAAATCTTGAATGGGTAACTCAAAAAGAGAATAATTGTCATGCTAGTGGAAAACCAGTTAAAGCAATCGACCCAGAGACTGGTAAAGTATTTAAGCGATTTAAATCCATAAGAGAAGCCAATCAGTATTTTGACTTGAATATAAAAAACACAACCATTAGCCTTGCATGTAAAAATCCCGATCGGATAAGGTTTGGTTATAAGTGGGCATATGATATTTAATTTATTATTACATATTTTGAAATAATAAAATAAATGAATATTGAGGTTTCCCTTTAATTTTATACTATAGGAGCTACAATAGATGGCCCTCCTATAACAGCAGGATTCAATCCAAATAATCCCTGTCCGATGCCGAAACCAGCACCGAATCTAGCACCGAGAGCCACAGTAGGAGAGAAAACATCGAGAATAGCGAAAACGAAAGCAGCAGTAATACCTAACATGACAATATCACGAATATTAAGTTTGCCTCTACCAACAAAATAATAAGCTACAAAAGCAACAGCAAGACCTTCAATTAAATATTTAACAGCTCTTCTAAGAATTTCACCTAAATCCCATTGGAAATGACTGGAATTATACCTATATGCTGGGTCATTAGGATTAGCAAGAGCAACTGGTGATATATTTTGTCCAGTAACAGGATCTTGAATGGGGATATTAAAATTACCAGGTTGATTAACTTGTTGTTGTTGTACATTTTGAAGACCAGGAATGTTAGCTTGGTTATTAACATCATTATATCTTACCGGAGAGGCGCGTTCGCTTGTATAATAATCGTCCATTATATTATATATTTTAGAAAGATTTAATTTGGAAATAATGGTAATTTATGATAATCTATATTATTGAAACAATGCGTAATTATACAATTAAATATAAAAATATGTTTTTGTATAGATAATAAATGCAAAATAAATCGTCATTCAAAATTATACCAACAATCGAAGAAGATGCTCCTTTTGGAGATATATCAGCAGTGACGCTAAGTTTTTTTAGTTCAGATAGAGTGGATAAAACAAAATGCCTCAATATTAAAGCATTTAAAGTGCATAATGGTTATAGTAACTTGGATTTAGCTAATCAAGATGCTAAAGAAATAAAAAAAAATAAACCAGAACATGATGTTTTTGTATCATTGATGGGTAAGTTATATCCATGGGATGATGCTACTAAATCTGATGCTATTGAATATGATAATGAAAAATTAAATGAACTTGAAAAAACTAGAAAAGAAAACATAGATAAAATTAAACTAATGAATCAACAATTTAAAAATGAATACAAAACTATTTATGCAAACGATAATATGGAAAAACTTAAAGCTCAAAAAAAGAGATTACGGGAAAAATTATATGAAAAAGGAAAAATTACTAAACAAGAATATGATATGTTGATGGAAGAAGATAAAACTGTTAACCAGGTAAAAGATCAAATTACAGAAATAGAAAAATTAGAAAATGAAATAGAAGAAGCAAATAAACATGATTATCTTGATGAAAATCCAGGTGTTGGATTAAAATTTGGTTGTATGTCACTTTATTCACCTAAAAATATTAAGAATATAAATGGATTGTATTTTAAAATAAGAGGATTATTTGAAACACCAGAAAAATTAAATACAAGAGTTAAATATCTTAAAAAATTATATCCGCATGATAAAATATTTTTATTTGAAGTTGGAAAATGGTCACCCTTAAAAGAAATAGATATTGATGATAATACATTGCTCAAAAGATTAAATTATTGTATGAAATGTTATTTAGAAAATCTTGATAAAGAAAAAGAAGAATTCGAGAAAAGAAAACAAAAATTACAAGAAGAAACAGAAACTGAATCCAAATTAGTCAAAATGAAAAATAGACAAGAAAGAAGAAAAGCCAAGCGCGAAGAAGCTAAGAAAGCGCGTGGAAATAAAACTACGGAAGTTGCTACTGTATCATCTACATCAACAGATGCATCCAAGGATAAACCATCTGTAACATCAAATACACCTAAATTTGTTGGTACAGAACAAGATAATATTGCTATTCAAAGTATATATGATTATCTTAATGAACCAGAATTAACCGAAAGATTTACATATGATAAATCTAAATCACAAACGGCTCATATTGATGTTAGTTAAAAAATTGATATTAATATATTTTAACACATAAAATATATTAATAAAAATATAAATATGGAGCAATTTATATTTGAATCTGAATATAAAATTGAAGAAACTATTTATAATGGTAATAGTAGAGTATACAAAGTTAAAAATAAAAAAATAATGGTATATCACTTGTGAAAACCATTAAAAAAGAAAAAATTATGCAGATTCTAGAATAAAAAGAGATTATAATATCCCTAAATTAATAGATTCAGATAAAATCATAAAACCAATCGATATACAATTAGACCGAGAAAAATATTACTTATTTTATCCATTTTTAGAAAATGCCAAATCCATTAATAAATTAGATTATCCGAATTTAGATTTTGAATCTTCAAAAAAACTTGTATATGATATAGCTTGTGTTATTAAAGAAATACATAAAAGTAATGTTGTTCATCGTGATATTAAACCTCAAAATATTTTAATACATAATGATAATATATATATAATAGATTTTGATTTAGCTTGTTCTTTAGAAAATAAAGATTATCCTGTACAACAAACAATTTGTGGAACACCTTTTTATATAGCACCTGAATTATGGAAAAAACAACGGGATATTGATTATAAAATGACAGATATATATTCATTAGGTGTAACAATTTATTATATTTTTAATAAAAAGAAATTACCATACAAAAAAAAATTATCGATTAATCAGTTAGAATATGCAATTTTTAATGAAAAACCTAGAATGTCAAATTGTGGTAATGGGTCAGTGGATAATTTTATAATGAAAATTATGGACAAAGATCCTGAAAATCGTCCTAATATCGATGAAATAATTTCATTTTTCCAACCCGAAAAATGATTATTTAAGATTAATACCTATATCAACTTCATTTCTTCTCTTTTTACCTAAAAGTAAAGCATTATCAAGTAAGTTTGATTTTTTCATCATGTATTGAGGATCGTAGTATTTTTTATGTATTTCTTTAAATCGTTTTGATCCAAAACTAAATTTCCTCTCTTTAGCTTTGAACCAAAATACTTTTTCTTGAATAGAATCAGATGGTTTTCTATTATCAATAACCATAGATTTATAATCTTCTGTACATTTTTTGAAAGCTTTTTCAAATGTATAAATATTAGGGAACATGCTAGCATAATTTTCATATAATTTCTTTAAATTGATTGCTGAATCTTCTTTTAATAAAAATACATAATCAAAATTAAGACGTAAATCAGGAGTAATACCCAAAGGAGTTTGCATAGTTAAAATATATGTTAATTTATAATGTCGACCATTCATAAGTATTTCCATTATACTTTCGTCTTTGGCCCAAGATTTTTTTCTTGCGAGACAATCGTCCATAATTAATATTCCTGATGGATCTATTCTAATTCCTAATTTTTTCTTTTCTTTTTGTTTCTGTATCATTTTTCGTTGTCTTTCTAAAATTTTAGTTAAAATAGTTTCTTTAATATCATAATGTATATATAAATCTGGAAAGAAATATTTGTAGAATGAATTCATTTTATCCGTTGGAGCAATAACAACACCACCAGGTACATGTCTATAATGATAAATAATATCTCTTGTAATAAAACTTTTACCGGATCCACGTTTAGCAATCATAACAATAGATGGATCTATTACCATTTTTTCTAATTTAAACTCGAAAAATGTAAACTTGTTAAAATTCATATTTTATTAAAATAAATAAATATTTTTTTTGATAAAAATAATCACATAAATAATAAACGCTATTTATATACTATATGAGTAATAATAATAAATCCAAAATATTAATATTTAATGGATTCTGGACTGAAAAGGACGTATTAAATTTTCCAAGGGGATTATTTGTTTATGGAGATAATGATGCACATTTTGGAAAAGGTGGACAAGCAATTATTAGAGATTTAAAAAATACAATTGGTTTACCAACTAAAAAATATCCAACAAATGACAATAATTCTTTTTATACAGATAATGAATATGAACAGAATGTTGAAAAAATAAATAAAGCCATTCAAAATATCATAAATAAGTCAAAATATTATGATTATCTTATCTTACCAAAAGATGGTTTTGGTACTGGGTTATCTAAACTACCCGAAAAAGCTCCAAAAACGTTTAAATATCTTTGTGAACAAATAGAAATTCTTAAAACAAATTTATAATTTATTAAATAATAAACTATAAATTAATCTGTTTTATTTTTACGTAACATATTTATTATTTTATAAAACCAGAAATAATTAAGACTTTGTAAAGTGGCAGGTAATATGATTGCGTATTTATACCATCCGTAAAAGTTATATATAATTGGTAATGCTTTAAATAATAAATATGTACCAAATAAAATTCTCACAACAAAAAAGATAAAAATGAATAAAATTAAAGAAAAAATATACATAACATTAAAATATGTTGAATCATTTTTAAATTTATAATAATATTTGGTTGAATTAAGAAATGGAGTAGAAAGTTCAAACATTAAGTATGATAATAAATATTCAATCATGAAATTATATTGAAAAATAACAAAATAGATAGATAACAATCCTATTAAATGATGAACAAAATAAACTTTATTTTTTGGATCATAATAAATGATCATTAAAATAAAATCCACTAAAAAATATATTAAAGATAATAAGACGACGAAAATAGATATAGATGAATATATAGTTAATTCAAATCCTACATATGAATTATAAATAGCATAACTTGATCCTAGACCAATTGGTACAATAAATGCATTAGAATATTTAGTTTCCATTAATTAATTAATATTCTATAAATAGTTCGAAAGATTAAAATAATCAATTTTTTTAATAATAATCGTCAAATATTATTATCATAATACCTATTAATTATATATTAATGGGAGGAGGATTAATTCAATTAGCAGTATATGGTTCCCAAGATATATTTTTAACAGGAACACCTCAAATAACTTTTTTTAAAGCTGTGTATAAACGTAATACTAATTTCGCAATAGAACCAATTGCGCAACATTTTATTGGAATTACTGATTTTGATCAGGAAATGATTTCGGTGGTAGAAAAAATAGGTGACTTAATGAGTAGAGTTTATTTAGAGATAGATATCCCAAAAGTTAGTTTAAATATCAGGAACGAATCATTATGGTCTACAAATTTACAAGAATCCAAACGCCAATATGATCTGATAAGTAATTATTATTCTCACATTTATAATTTTATTTCACAAAACTCTAAAATAGCTCGCAATCTTTCTAAATTATTAAAAATAAATAATATATCAATTAACGATATTAATAAAATTATAGAAAATGATAATTTTACTCAAGAATTTAATAAATCTTTAGAATTGTTGGTTAATTATATTTCAAGTAGTAGAGAAATAGATGAGATTAATAATATTTCAACAAATAGATATCAAATTTTACAAAATATTAAAAATATTAATGTCATAAATATTTATAAAGCATTATCCAATAAAAATCATTATGTATCTTTATTAGAAAATGAAAAGGATAATATAATAAAAAATAAAATGTTAAATATTTTGAACAATATTTTGTATAAACAAATGTATGATTTTTATATACCAATTTATAATACTTATATTGATGCGCAAAATAAATTTCAATCACTAAAAAATAATACCTACACAGAAAGATATAAATTTGCTTGGGTTGAAGAATTAGGAAATGTTCTTGTGGATTATGTAGAATTTAGAATAGGTGATCAAGTTATTGATAAACAAACAGGTGATTGGATGATAATTTTCAATAAATTATTTATTCACGAATTCAATATGGAAAATTATAATAACATGATAGGAAATGTTAAAGAATTAACTATATTTGATGATTCAATAAAAAATCAATATAAATTAATAATACCATTACAATTTTGGTTTTGTCGCCATACAGGTTTGTCATTACCTATAATAGCATTACGATATTCGGATATTATTATAACAGTAAAATTAAAAGAATTATCAAAATTATGTTATTATGAAGATAATCCTGCATTATCTGATATGGCTAGTGTTCAATCATTATATAATATCCATATAGTAAATGCAAAATTATATATTGATTATGTTTTTCTTGATACAACAGAAAGAAAAAGATTTGCACAATCCACTCATGAATATTTAATAGAAACTATTCAGTATAACGAATATGATGATATTATGAGTAGAGAATATAATGCACATTTAGTATTTTCACATCCAACTAAATTTCTTGTTTGGTTTCTCCAACCAAATTTTTATCGATCTAATCCCACAGGAACAAATAAATGTCAATGGAATAATTTTGGTACCAAATTAGATAAAACTGGTAATCCTATAAATTCTGCTTATATTAGAATTAATACATATAATATAACTGATTTCAATGGTGACATGAAATATTTTAATAATATTCATCCTTATTTATATTTTAATAATAGTTTATCTGATGGTTTAAATGTATATTCTTTTTCCATAAAACCGACAATACATCAACCATCCAGTAGTATTAATTTAAGTAGGATTGATGATTTAAGTATAGCGATGAAATTTACTTCAGAGTTTGAATATTTGATTAATAATGAAGATATCAAAGGAGGATATTTTGCGGCTTATATCATGAATTATAATATATTAAGAATTATGAATGGTATGGCCGGATTAGCTTTTCAAAATAGTAAATCTTAATAGTAGTTATAATCGCTGTATAAATATTAATTAATGTATTAGCTAATAATACATTAATTAATATGGGTGGCGGGATATTACAATTAGTTGCTAATAGTGACGCACCACAAAATATATACCTTAATACTCAACCACAAACAAGTTTTTTTAAAAAAGTTTATAGAAGACATACACCATTTGCCAAAGAAATGATTCCTATTTATTTTAAAACTAATGTTGATTTTGGAAAATCAGCCAGTCTTGATATACCTTCAAATGGAGATCTTGTTCATAGAATGTTTTTAACATTTGAAATACCAGAAATATGTGCTAAATTTTTTAATCCAAAAAATAAGGATATTATCAATCTATTAAAAAATAGTAATATTTATGATAATTTATTTTATAATCAAATAAATAAATATATTGACGATGATATAATTGAATACGATAAAATATTAGATTTAATAGAATCAACATTAGATCAATATCATAATGATGAAAGTGAAACAATTAATATTATAGAAGACTTGAAAAAGAATAATCCAGAAATAAATTCAAATGATGTACAATTATTAAATACGATAAATAATTTTAATTTGGAAACAGATACATATTTAGATATCTACCAAAATATTTATAATAGGGGTAATAAATATAATATTTTACTGGATAAATTACAACTAATGGACAAATTTATGAATCATAAAAAATGTTATTATTCTATTTACGAACTAGTAAAATTAATTTATTTAATAGAAAAAGATTATGTTAATAGAATACCAATAATCAATGGTAAAGATTTACCTGCCATAATATTAAATTCTAATATATTTGAAAATTTACTTCCAAACAAAGAAATTCAAACTATTTTTAATATTAAATATCCAAATAGTTGTAAACAAGATATAAAACTTTATAATAAAATTAATCAGTTAAGAAATAATAATAAATACACAGATGAGATAATTTCAGATTTATCTTTTAATAAAAAAAAATTAAATATAAACCAGAATCAATATTATGATTTTGGATCAGAATTTTATCATGTCCTAAATAATTATAATATCATAATAAATTTATTAAACACATTATCAAAAACAGTACCAATAATAGTTTTTAAACCTATTGATTTTAATAATTCAACATGTGGACAAAAATATTCCACTTTAATTGATCCTAATTTTAAATCTAAGTTTTTTTTAATTTAAATTCTCCATCAAAATATTTTATGAACTCATCATCAAATAATTTTATGCCAATAAATTTTAAAAATACAAATGATTATATATATCCTAATGATATGACTAATCCATATATAGATTATATTAATCAACAGGTTCAAAATATGTATGATACTATAAAATCTAATTGTGATACTGTTTTTAATATTTACAACAATTTATTTACTTCAAAAAATAAATTAATGTTCAATAATACTCCACCTATTTCAAATATTTATAGTTATTTAACAAATACAACAGAAAAAAGTCAAATCATAAATATAAATATTTGGTATTTTTATTTTTTTAAGTATCTTGATTTATTAAATGAATGTACATTTTCTAATTATCTATATCATCAATCTTGTAAAATATCAGAAAATGGACAAAAAATAACAAAATATTTGATTATTCTATTAAAAATTAATTTGGATTATTATATGCACGAAATATCATATTTATTAAATGATTTATATTCAAGTTCACCATCAACGAATATTTCACAAAAATTAACAGATTATGTACCAGTAATTACCAATAATCCAGATACTACAATAATTTCCATAATATTTCACAGAAATATTGTACCAACTATATTAGAAATGTTCCAATTTATTTATAATTTTATCTCAACCATTTCATTAAAAGAAATATCTGAAAGATTAGATATATGTTTAGAACCGATTTGTAATGATGAAATGACGTACATCAAAAATATGATTAAATTATTATATTACAATATTTATAAACATTTTATGGATAAATATGATACATGTCATTTTGAAGCACCAAGTAATTTTTCAACTAATGAATATGATAAATTTGATAATGAAATTATCGAAGAATACGTTAAATATTTTTTAACAGGTTACACAATTAATAATGATTTGATACTAAATAATCAGGTAACTTTATCAAAAGTGATTTCACAGATGGAATTTTATTTTATATTAGAAATGATAAATATGCGACAACAACAAAAGTTTTACCACAATACTTTATCAAATTTTAAAACACTGAACGAAAAAACTGGTTCAACAATTAGAACAGTTTTAAAATTTATAAATGAATCAATAAAAAAAATAAATCATAATGATGATATAAATTTAGAAAAAATAAAATCAGGAGTGGATCCCACAAGGAAATATTTCGATACTATTTTTAGAAATAATATTTCTAAAAATTTACCAGATGAAGTGTATTATTCGACATTTAATATCTCAAGATATTCTGGAGAAGCATATATAAACACTCCTTACAAATCTAGATTTTTTGGTAATGTTCCAAAAGATCCGTCAAAATTACCTTTAAAAGATCCAATACCATTACCTAACTCCAATCCTTACGGAATAAAACAAAATTATTATGATCATGATCAACTCATTTATGATTATTCAATTATCACAAATCCTGAATTAAATTTTAATGTAAATATACCTATTAATTTAAATGAAGAACAAATAAATAATTTTCTTGATAATATGGAAGAATTTCAATTATACGAAATAGATTTTTTTAGGTTAAAACATAATATCTTTGAAGATCGTGGTAATTATGGATTTCAGAATATTAATATTGATGAGTATGATTTTAATATGTTGAGATTGTTAAAATTATGTGAGAGACTTTTAAAAGGAAATAATAATAACGAAATATATTTTTGGTTATTTGAAACAATTAATTTTTTAATTAAAAATATAAATACTGGTGATGAAAATATAATAAATATTCTTAATGAATTATTAAATTATACTTACCAAAAAATAAATAATATTGAAATGGAAAATAATTTTAATATGGAAAATCTTAGAAACTTGGTCTCATTTTTATTAAAAAATATTAACACTAAAAGTCTAAAAATAGATGATTTATGTCAAAATAATGAATATATTTATGATAAAATATTTACAATAAACAATACAAACAATACTATTTTAGAAAACATAATAGCAATAAAAAATAATTTTTTAGCACAATATTATATATTTTTATGCGAATCAAATTTATTTGACACAATAAATAATAACATTATTACAAGTGATAAATATTCTTTTATGGGTTTATTACCAGCAATATATCAAATAATAGGTGTAGATGATTATGATAATATACAAGCCAGAACTTCAATTTATTTATATCCCGATAAATATTCAAATGAAATTATAAACAAAAATAAAAAACAAGAAAATATGTCCGATTTACAAAAAAAAATTATAAATCATTATGAAAAATTTATGACAGAAGATACAATTAATTTATTAACAGATAGAGATATATTTAATATAATTAATACAACATTTACTTCATGTATATCTTTTTATAGATATTTAGTAGATAATAATATATTTGATTTAGTAATATGTGAATTAAAAAAATATCAATTGTTAATGTTACGTAAACTATCAATATTTGGCGATATATTAAATTATTTTGATGAACATGGAAATAAATATCTTGATGAAAATAATATTAACGATTTAATAAATTTTGGAGAAAAAGAATTGGACCAAAATTTATTTATTAATTATTTGAAAAATATTTTTGTGCCAAAATATAATACCTATTTATCAAATGGACAAAATATCGAAAAGTTAATATTAATTAATATTGAATTGAACAGACAAATTGAAATATTCTTATTACAAAAGATATTACCAAATACAACAATCACAAGATTAAAAGATTTAATCATAAATCATTTTACTTCACATAAAATTTTACAAAATCATAGTGAACTCATTAATCTTATATATTTTATTGGAAATGAATATTTGTCTTATTTATATTTTTTCTTGCAATTTCACAGAAAAAATAATATTAATCCCCATGAGATTATGAATCCATTAGTGGATATTAATAAATATACTTTTGAGTCAAAAATAAATACAAATATGTCCACAATGGGAGATTTTTTATTAAATGTGTTAGATTATATATTTGATGACACTTTAACAAACCATCAAAGATATCTTATCAATATAAATAATTATCATGAAATGGTAAATGAAATCAATAAAATTATTTTGACAAAAAATAATAATAATGATAATAATAATAATGAAAAAATATTAAATATAATAGAAGCGTTAAAAACTGACACTCAACAAATATCCATAGAAAAATATATACAAGAATTATCACAAGATAATGTGACTTTAAATTTAGAAAATATTAATAAAAAAAATAATATACATAATATTTTATTAGAAACATGTCAAAAAATAATAATAATAATAAATGAATACAAAAATAATTTAAATATTTTAAAAAATAAAATTACATCAATACTATATCGTAATAAAAGAGCAAAAACAGCATGGATTAGGAAATTAGCTCATTATTTAGTCAAAGAAGTGAGTATTAAATGTGGAGATCAATTATTAGATTGTCATATATCTGATTGGTTTGAAGTTTATAATAATATTTCACAAAGCGAAAATCACAAGGACGCGTATATGAAAATGATAGGACATCGCGACAATTTGATAGAATTCAATGAAAATGTAAAAGAATCTCACCTTATTGTTCTTCCATTAATTTTTTATTTTAATAGAAATGTGGCTTCGTCATTACCTCTTAATGCAAGTATTAATGTTAAATATCAATTAAACTTGTATTTGCGAGATTTAAATGACGTTGTATACAAGGAAGAATTTTCTGATTTTGTTGATCCACACAATTTTAATCAAACAAATGGATATAAACCTCATATTAAAAAAGCATATTTAATGTGTGAATATATATATCTTAGTAATGAAGAGAGAAAAATATTTGTGTCAAATAGATTGCAATATTTAATGGATGAACTACAATACAATACAATTAATACAAGTGATATAAAATCTATTCCAATTTATAAAGTGGGTACAAAAGTAAAAAATTATTTTGTGGTTGAAAATGGTGTCAAAACAAAAAAAGAGAAATTTATTGATTATATGTATCTTTCAGAGAATGAAATAAATGTAAATGATATGGAAAATAAATTAATTCCAAATGTAGAAACGGAAATAAAACCGTATATTACAAAGTCTGGAATATGTTACACAAAAGCAATTAAAACAAAAAACACGTATATTCATTCTAGACAAGTGATAGTAAAAAATCATTTTGAAAATCCAACAAAATTAATAACGGTTTTAATTAAACCTGTAATGCATACAGAACCAGAATATAGATTACATAATTCAAATTATTTTTACGGAGAACGTCAATGGGATAACTATGGACTTAATTCATATTACGATTTAAGTAAAATATATGAAATAAAATCACAACATTATTGTAACATGCATTCAAGAATAAAAGATTTAGATGATCCAGTACTTGGATTTGTCTATATCATAAACAATATATTGTTAGATTATACAAATATTAATACTGATAATTTAACAACCACAAATAAATATGACAAGTGGATAAATTGTAATACACAATATTTTATGCAGACATTACAAAAATTAAAAGAAAAATATATGAATTATCATGGTGAAATAATATATAAAACCAAGACCATAAAATTAAAAGAAAATATTTTATCCTTGAATATAAATTATCCCATATATGATTACGATTCATTAATGGAATTGATTAAATATGTTTATAATGATATTAATGAAAAGATACCAACAGATAGTATAATACTAGAAGCATTTAAAAATGCGTATCATAATTTCAATTGGGATAACATATATGTCGATAAAACCATTTTTAAAAATGCAACACTTGAATTATTAAAATATCAAATACTCAATGATAAAAACATAGATTTTGAAAAACTTATAAATTTTGCATACAATCAATATAATGAATATCAAATAAATTTATTGTTACTTGATTTGGAAGATATAATTGATTTAAATGATTTAAATTATAATATTGTGAACATAATAAATACTATATATGATATATATTCAATGAGAAGTAATAATGAAGACGATATATTGAATATACTTGAAATGATTTACAAAAAAATAAATAATTTACAGGAATATGAAATTACACAATTAAATAATCTTGTTGTGAAATATGAAGTTTTTAAAGACGTGATTCATCAAATAAGTAATCCAGATTTATTAATGAATTATTCAGAAATGATACCACAATATATAGTTAATATTATTTCTTATAAAATGACACAAAAAATGAATTATCTAATAGATAATTTGAATGTTGAAGTAGTGGACTATAAAAATTATTTGGTGGAAAATCCAAAAATAAATCCTTTAATGGGTGGATATATGTCATTTAATGGATTCGAAATAATGCCAAAAAATTCTGATTCTATAATGTGGTCAGAAATGACAGCATATCAATATTTTAATCATAGTGTAAGTTGCGGAATTAATTCACGATCATTATCATTACATCCTCTAAAAGAAATGAATTCGGGATCAGCAAATTTGTCAAGAATTGATGATTTTTCGTCAACATATTATTTGAACCCACGTATAGATAATAACAATTCCGCAAAAATTATTACTATGGCACTTGGAATGAATTTGAATAATTATATATCAGGTATGTGTGGTAAAGCTTGGTAATATTAAATATGCATTATACTTAATAAGTATTAAGTATAATGGCTGGAGGATTATTACAATTAGTAGCAAAAGGTATACAAGATTTATATTTATCGGGAGAACCACAAATAACTTTTTTTAAAATAGTTTATAGAAGACATACAAATTTCAGCGTAGAATCAATAAGACAAAATTTTTCCACAATTGCAGATTTTGGAGAAACAGTGACATGTACAATATCACATATGGGTGATTTAATAGGTAAAATATTTTTATACATTGAATTACCACCCATTTCTAAATTCACAAATATGGAAACTGGACAAGATGATAATGTTAAAAAGTTTGCTTGGGTACATCATTTGGGATATGCTTTAATAAAACAAATAAATATAGAAATTGGTGGGAAAATAATAGATAAACATTATGGTGAATGGTTATATATTTGGTCCCAGGTATCAAATCGACATCCAGAAGCATTAAATAAAATGATAGGAAATGTACCATCAATGTACCATTTCACAAATGGTAAAGAAAGTAGAGAAATTTATGTTCCGTTAGAATTTTGGTTTTGTAAAAATTCAGGATTATCGCTTCCATTGGTTGCTTTATCCTCTACTGAAATAAAAATTAATGTGGAATTTAGAAAACTTGAAGAATGTTATAGAATAGGACCAACACATTCAATTAAAATACAAGAAGATGTGGTACCATTTGGACCAGGAGATTATATTAAACAAAAAACAAGTCGAGGTAAAATTATGGGATATGTTATAGATTATAATTATCTGGAAAAAAAATTATATTACATTAAAATAAAATCACCTTCATCAAATAAACAATCTTTTGAATCATACCAAAGTAATGAAAAAAGTAGTGATGATTATTTAAAATATAAAATATATGGATGTACAAAAAAAGGTTCATGTACACCAGAACCAAATACTACAGAAACTATAGAAAATACCACGTTATCTGTTAAACCACATTTTGTTAATTCTTTTTTATATGTGGATTATGTATATTTAGATAATGAAGAAAGAAATAGATTTATAAAAGGTAACCATGAATATTTAATAGAACAAGTACAATTCAATCAAGAAAATTTGGTAAATAGTAATAATGTTAAACATAAACTAAATTTAAATCATCCTTGTAAAGCATTTTATTGGGTGGTACAATTAGATAGTTTAGTTGGATCAATTAATGATATATTTAATTTTACAACATCACCAATAAATAATACTTGTAATAAACAAAATAATCCAATAAAAAACGCGAAATTTGTATTTAATGGAAGAGATAGAATACCTGAAAGAAATTGGAAATATTATAATTATGTTCAACCATTTGAGCATCATTACAGAAGTCCTGCGTTAGGAATTAATGTATATTCTCCTTCAGTAAATCCTGAAGAATATCAACCTTCCTCAACAATAAATATGAGTAAAATAGATGATGCATACATTGATTTACATTTAAAAAAATCCATAAATAATCAAAACACAGCCAAAATAAGATCATATACTATAAATTATAATATATTTAGAGTAATACTAAATATGGGAGCAGTTGTATTTGCATAATAATAATAATAAATTCAATTTATTATTATTATTTTATAATTTAATGATAAGTGGCACTTAAAGGTCTTGTGTATTTTGATTTACCTTCGTCAAGTTTGCTAAGAATAGCTTCTGAAATTGTTTTAAAGAGATCAATTAAATTAATTGCTTTTTTGTTATAAGCAGCATTGAGTTGTAATAAATTGGAATGTTTAGCAAGAACAGCTGGAAGTTTATCAGCGGGAACATTGAAAGGATTTATATAACCACGAGAAGCTTGATATAATTTATTACGTTCATTAATTTTAATAATACTTTCGCGAAGGGCTTCTTCTGCTCTCTTGAAATTTTCAAGTTTTTCATTAATTTGTTCTTGAGTATGAGCACTTAAACTTATTCTACGGTCACCTTGTAAAGATTTCATGGTTTGAAGTAGGTCTTGATATATTTGATTGAAAAGGACATAACCATATTGACCATTAATATTTTTAAGTTCATTTTCTAATTCATAAAATTGACCTCCAGTCATAATAGGAACATAATTACCAAATGGTGAAGGGGTAACAAAAGCTGAACGAGATAAAGGCATTTGGATTCCTATTGGCACTGATGCAAGATTTGAAATGAATGCATTACCATTGATACCCGAAAGATCGTTGAAAATATTAGTTTTAAGACGTTCAAGACCACAAGTCATATTACGAAGTCTATATTCTGCAGGTTTGTAGGGATTAAGATAATCATAGGTCTTGAAACTATCATTAATGGGAGGATATTTAGAACCAGTTTTGAGGAATTTAGATTCTTCAGGATTTAATACTTGAGGATTAGCATTAACCCAGTCAACAAGAATATCAAGATAATTAAAGAATGGGAATTTAGTCGGATCTCTGGCCATCGCTAAAATTTTATCGGCAATAGCATCACCAAGATACTGTCTAAGTGTTTGAGGTTTGCATGGATCTTGAGAAATGTTGGGATTATTACATCTGTCTGAACCTTCAACTAATTCTTTGAGCCAAGAACCAACTGTTTGAACTTTATAACGACGGAATCCATTAAAGGGATCATATTTTTCTTCTGTTAAATATGAAGCAAAACCAAATTGACGTAAAATGTTGAATGCAACAAGAGGATTAATTTTCATAACTTCTTGTTTAAGTCTTGAAGCAGGAACATCTAAGCCAGTGAAGTTAAAATCAGTTAATCTAGCACATCCTTCGTTAATATTTGTTCCAGGTGCAATACATTGTCTAAGAACATCAAGACAATCTTCAGTATTAGAAATGAATGTACAATTATCAGCAGGTTGTTGAGCAACAGGATTACCATCAGGACCTCTTAAAATAAAATCATCATCAACACGTTCCCATTTAGAAGCATGTCTTAACATATATTCATTGAGACGATTTTCATTTTCTTTCCAAAGTGGTGATAATGTGGGTTGAGCAGAAGCAGCTACTGATGCTCTTAATAAATCACCAAAATAATTTTGATAACTTGAGCTGAAAAGAGGAGTGGTTACAGCGGCTTGAATGACAGGAGCAAGTGGGATATCAAAACCATAAATATTAACGGTATCAGCACTTGGACTGTAATAAACACCTCTAGCAATAGTACGAAGAGCTTCAGCACCTCTTGAAGCAAGTACAGTGGGTTCAACAGGTATATCTCTTGTTAACCATACACGACCAACAGATCCATCAGCAGGATAAGGAGGAATTAATGAAATAAAAACAACATCACCGAATTGTCCACCTCGTTGTCCTTCAGTTAATCTTGTATATCCACCAATTTTCTTAACATTAAGACGATATTTATCAAGATCAGCACCTTGTTTACCAATAGCTTCTAAAATTGGTACATTAGGACTAACACCAGTTGCATCAGTTCTGACTAAATTAAAGAATCTGTCATAGAAATCAGGTCTATTAGCTACAACTTGAGTGTAGAAATTATAAATTTCAGGATCTCTAAGATTTGATCCTTTATTATTTGTTTGAACAGGTTGAGTTCTAGGTCCATAAGTACCATTATTAGCACGTTCAAATGATTTATAACTGGCTAAAGTATATTCTGAAATGAAAGGATCTCTTAATTCAGCGAAATTTCCTCCTGTGGGAATGTTTCTCAATCTATTTTGAACAATAGGATAATTAGTAGCAATAGCTCTTGAAAGATTAGAAACAAGATTATAGTTATCACCAGTGGCTAAATCAGTAATGGCTAATCTTCTAGTAACCATTAAATAAAGAATACCAAGAAGTAAGGCTCTTGCAAGACCATAACCTGTTTCAGTTTCAAGATTGGTACCAGGAATTGCTTCGATACCTCCGCGTCCAAGACCTTCAATTTGTTGAGCAGCGGCTTGAACAGCTTTAACTGTGTTTTCATTAACAATAACATCACCAGCACCAGTTGTTTGTTCAACAGTAACAAGTTTTCCAATTTGTTCACCTGATGCATTGGGTTGGAAATTATAAAGATAGGGAAGAGAAGGTACTTTACCATTAGCACCACCAAAACCAAACCATCCTGTCCTTTTAGGAGTGGGAGTGCCAGTCCCAGTTCCAGTAGGAGCGCCAGTTCCAGCAGGAGCAGTAGTTCCAGTTCCAGCAGGAGTAGTAGTTCCCGTTCCAGGTCTTAAAACAGGAGTAGTAGGAGGAGGAGCAGGAGTTGTTGTAGGAGCTCCCACAGCTTCAAGAATTCCTGAACTTAATTCTTTTTGTGAGACAACTTTGTCAATGTTGGCATTAGTTACATATTCAGGATTAAGCATAGCGTCAATATTATATTTTTGCACTCTATTTTGTGGTACATCTTTAAGTGTGACGAGAGGAATATTTTTCAAATTAAGTGCAACTAATTTATCATAAATGTCTTCAATTTCATCAACAGGAATTCTTTGTAAAGCGGGAATTGATCTACTAAAATATTGAGCAAAAGCAGTTTTATCACCAAAAATTTGAGGAGGGAATCCTCCAATATTTGCGGCAGTAGCTTGACCTTGTCTTTGAGCATCAACTTGTCTAAATCTGTTGATAATTTGCCAAGCAATAGCAGTCATACCTCTTAATAAAGCATCGCGTGTTAAAGCTAATGTATTAGCGCCTGCTTCATAATTAATAGGTGTGCTGAAATATTCACCAGTGGTAATATCTCTTGCAGCATCATTAATATATCTGTTAAAATATAAATTATCACCTTTAAGAGTATTAATAATATCAGTAGCATCAGCTGATTGTACATCAAGAAGAGCAATATAATTGTATAAATACCTGATAGCATTGACTAAAGCAGTGGAAGGTTGACCATTATAATTTCCATAAGCTTCATTAGTAAATGGAAGAAGATGATATCCAGGTAAAAGATATCTGGTTTCCCTGGCCGGATCAAATTCAAAAACTAATTGTTTAGGTTCATACCAATTAGTAGAAGGATATTTTATCATAGCACCACTACCATTAGCCCAGTTAGTACCTGCTTGTCTACCACTAATTAATTCGTCAAAAATATTACCTATATTTTCACCATATCCTTCAGCAGCTTGTGCTTTACTTAAATCAGGATTTTCAATACGTTTAAAAGCAGCAGAGGCTGCCATAACATATTCAGCAAAATCATAATGAAGATCATTTGGCGCATATTTAGATTGTGGACCATATGTTCTTGGATTATTACTTTCTATATTACTAACAAGAAATGGTTGTAATTGTTGAGTTTCTAGTAAGTTAACAAATTCTTTGAACTTGGGTCCAAGAATTTCATTGATTTGAAAATTACTAGCACCTCTTCTTTGCCCAGTACTTTGCATGTCTAGAATATACTTATAAAAAAGAAAAAATTATTAAACTAAATTTCACAAAAAAAGAATATTTCTATATCAAATATCCCACAATTATAAGCTATTAAAATTATTAATGGTCTAGTTATTGTATATTAATTATGACTATTGAATAAATCTGTATTTAACTATAATTATATTAAATTATCTTTGTTATAGTATATATCTTGATGCGCAATCTATCTTGGCAACATATTGTTCTGATTATTATCATTGCTATAATAGTATTCTGGTTCTTAAGCTGGTTATTATTCCCTAAAACAATTCCTCAATCAACTGGACCATATTATCAACCTCAAATAATACAACCTATGACAATCTTACCACAAAATAATAATAATATACCTCCTCAATATGCTTTTGGTGTTGTTTCAAATGATAATAATGCACAAAATGCTAATACAGCTGATGTACAAAATGCAGCAAATGATCCTTTTGTCTTATATTATTTCCATTCACCCACATGTGGACATTGTAAAAATTTTAATCCCGCCTGGGAATTATTACGACAAAAATTAAGTGGTTCTAGAGGTGTTTCAACCAGAGCCATAGATACAACTAATCCTGAAAATGAAAATTTAGCATTTTATTATAATGTATCAGATGTTCCTACAATAATACTTATCACTCCAGACAGAAATGTAGAATATTCAGGAAATAGAAATCCTGATGATTTACATAATTTTGTTGTTGCTCATATAAATGATCATAATAATAGAAACAGATCTTAATTATATTGATTAATTTAATTAAGATCTTATTGTTTGTTTAATTATTTTTCTTGCTATGTTAATGTATATATCTTTATAATATATTCTTAGTGCGTTAAGAATGTTTTCTTCGTACAAATTATAAAGTTGGTCACGATATTCTAATTCTTCAAACCGTCTATCCAATATAAAATGATTTTTTGGTGAATGAAAAGTTGCACCAAACCAACTTAATGCAATAGATCCAACAGTATCAGAATCTCCAGGATGTAAAATTGAATAAACAATAATTTTTTCTAATATTCCTCCACTTTGTAATAATGCATCATATGCCATTATAAGACAATCATCGGCACATGATCCTGGTATATCACAGTTTTTACTAAAATTATCAGATAAATATCGATATCTTTCAACAGGATTTGTTAAATATCTCAAATCAGTTCTAGGATTTATTCCAGAAAATCTTAAATTAATGTATTTTTCCCATTGTCCTATGTATATAACTTTATCTCTTGAATATAAATTATATTCATCTGGTCTTGAAGATCTCATATAATCATCTATTATATTCGATCTTAATAATTTAAGTAATTTATGTGGCCAATAATTTATAGGTACTTTTTCTAATCCATAAGCTGTAAATAATGCACTCACAATACTACCTAATATAGCAGTGGTGGAATTATGAGTGATTCTACTACATTCGACAGCTAATTGAATTAGTTTTTTCCTGTTATGACTTCCTGGAAAAAATATACCTATACATCCAGATCTCATCGCTGATCCTGCTCCTATTGCTCTACTATTATATGGTAATCTATTCCATGCAATATTTGACTGAATTTCAAGAGAATCAATTGTTGTCTGACCGGGATGTCTATTTTCTATCATTGGTCTTGCTCTTAAATAAGCTTCTCTTAATCTTTCTCCATACATATTAATATCGTCAATATTAGGCGAGATTTTGACGCAATCTGTTAAAACTCTCATAGTTGCCATATATAATATAGTATCATCAGAAGATAACCAATTTAATATGCTAATATCATTTATACCACCTAAATCAATAAATTCATAAATTAAATCATTAACAAAATCAGGACCGGCATAAGGATCACCGTAATTAAATTCCCAATTACTATTATAATATCCCAAGGTGTCACCAAATGATTGATATAATGGTACAGAAAGTGATAAAGTCATAAAATCAACAAAATCTGTATATGCACCAGCAATACTAAATCTATCAATTTGATTTTTTTCCGTTTGAAGTTCTTCTGTCGGATACCAAAATGTATATGGTTCAGAAAATTTATATCTTTCAACCATTCTTGATATTGTGGAATTATGTATATTTTTTTCTACATCTTCGGCTGTTCTTTTATTAATTTTATATTCCTTGACGAGAATATTATATATATAATCACGCGATTCTGATAAATATCTCTGAACTAATTCTTGCAAATTTACTCCATTAAAAATGTTGTTATTGTCATTTTTTTGACGATCTCTTTTATTTGACATAATATATTATATAGATGAAAAAACATATTATAAAGCGTTAGTCTATTTAAACAAAAAGTATATATTATATCTATTATGTCAACTCAATATAAGCAAAAAAATGATATACCTGATCTTTATAATATTTTAGGATTAACCATAGAAGTATGTAAAGATCCTAAATGTGATGACATCATTCGTAAAGCTCATCGTGAAAGGATTATGAAATGGCATCCTGATAAACATACTGACAAGAAAAATGCCGAAGAAATATTCCAATTATTAAATATGGCTTATGATATTCTTAAAGATGAGAAACAAAGAAATGAATATAATAATCGGCTTGCTATAAATAAACAAAGTTCCTCTGATTTTTTCAAACTTAAGAAAGGTACCACAGAATATATGGAATCTCTTGGGGAATATAAAGAACCCAGTAAACAACAAAAATTGGCATTTGAGCAACAAATGAAGAGTTTAGATGATAAACATGGTTATGATGATAAAGAAACAAAAGCTATTCCTCAAGATAAAGCAAAAGAAAAATTACAAAACCTTTCCAAAATAAGAACTGAACAAGATGTAAATTATAAACCAGAAAAATTATTTGATGATGGTAAATTTGATTTGAAAAAATTTAATGCAGCTTTTGATAAAATGCATCAAAAAAATAATAATAATTCCATCACATCATATAACGGAGTTCCTTCTGCATGGAATGATATTGGAGGAACTACAAATTTCAGTAATTTTGACAGTTTAGATAATATTTATGTAGATGATGATAACAGATTTGACACATCAAGACAATTATTTGGTAACGTTGATTTTGGTAGTCCTTTAGGAAAAATTACTAAAGATGATATAATTAACCTTGATGATGCGGATTATGTTGATGGTCATAAAGTTTTAGGAGAAGATTATTATCGAAATCTAAAAACTAAATTACAAGAAAGGAAACTTGATGCTGATAATTTTGATAAAATGAAATTTAAGGACTATAAAAAAGATGATACAGCAGGATATGGTATATTTGATCAATTGGGATTTGATTTTAGCGACAGATTATGTTTAGATGTTGATGAAGAATCATTGTCATCCAAATTTGATAGATTAATGGCTGAAAGACAAAAAGATATTGATTTATTTTCACCAAAAACTCAATCAAATAAAAATAAATCCTTTAAAGGAAGATAAAATAATCTATTGACGAATTTTATATTTTTCAATAAATTCTTGTGCGGCTTCAACTCCACAGTTAAATATTTTTTTTTGGTTTCATTATCTAAATCAAAATTAAAAATAAACACATTATCTGGAGATTTATTTACACAAATTGTATTTTCAACATATTGATCCGCTGTTTTTAAATAATATTGATGCATAAATAAATTTATTACTGCAAAAAAATATTGCTCAAGGTGTTTATAGTTTGTATTATATTCATTACAAATTAATATGCCTATTGTTTTTTCTAATTCTTTATTAAATAAAGATATTGGATAATTATCTAAAATAGCTCCATCAATATATTTATTTCCATCAATATCAATTGGTGCAAAAAATAAAGGCATTCCAATTGATATTCTTATAGCCATTGATACTTTAAAATTCGGTGTATTTATATAATCATAATATATTGGTTTTTTTGTTGTTAAACATGATCCCACAACAATAAATCTAATTTTAGTTATTTCATATAATTGTTTAAAATTTATGTGTTTGTGATTTGTTTTTGTATATAAAATTTCTTCAAATAAATTATATAAAATTCTACCAGTTTCAACTCCACATTTACTCAATACTAAAAATATATCTGGATTAACAACTTTTTTCATATCAAGTTCCAAAACAAATTCCCATATTTCATCAATATCAAAACCTAAAACAATTAATAATCCTATAATTGATCCTGCAGATGTTCCAGCAACTGCTTCAAGTTTCTTTAAATCAAGTATTTTTTTATCAATTAATACTTTTATAGCACCAATATGTGATATTCCTCGAACACTTCCACCACTTAATACTAAATTTTTATATTTGGATTCTGATATAATATTATATTTACGTTTAAGATCTTGAATAATTGTTTTGGTATCACATATAAAATTATTTATTTTCAAATTATAATTATCACTTTCTAAATTATCATATATAAATTTATTTTCTACCATAATGAATCTATAAATTGTCGTGAAATTTATATGTACTAAATATACACATAAATTTCGCAATATTTAATAGTAATAAATGAATCTAAGAGACGAAGATTTATATAAAAAACATGATGATTTAATAAATTTGAAAACACAAACATATGAAAAATTATATCAAAGATGTAATAATAATATTAAATTAACATCAAATGCAGGAGAATTAATGTGTTTATTTGAAATACCTAATTTTTTATTTGGTAGTAGTTATCCAATAATTAATGTTAAATGTTGTGCTAAATATTTAATGAATAAATTAACTGAGGCTAATAAAAATATTCGTGTTACTTTCATAGAACCAAATATGTTATTTATTGATTGGAGAAGGCCAGAAGATATGCCACAAGAAATTACTCCAAAAATTAGTAATAGTAAAAAGAAAACAAGAAAAAGTAGAAAATGAATTATTTACAAATGGCTTTTATTATTAAAAATATAATAAATAAAGCTATTATAACACCAATAACTATTACTAGTGTTTCTTTCCAAGAATCTGGATTTATTACAGAATGGGTATTTTGTGAAATATTTTGTGGAGTATTTTGTTGTGTTAAATTTGGTGTAAAAGCTTGAATTTGCTTTAATTTGTTGTCTAAAATTATTTCGTCCATTTTTTTAATAACCTTGTTATCAACAATTTTTTTTAACTGATCATAACATTTATTACATTTTTTTATGTGTTTAATACTATGTTCACATTTAGTATTAAATCCATTTTCAGTAAAACTTGAATCTGAATTTATAATTTCGCTTAAGTTTAAAATATTATTTTTAAGTCCACCTCGTTTATTAAAATTAGACGGTAATACATTACTTATATCTGAATCAAGAGATAGTTTCGGATTAAAAGAAAGTGAATTTTTTGATGACAAAGAATAATTATCTGATAAACTTAAAGAATTTAAATCTTTACTATCATTTTTAAATTTATAAATAGTCTTATTTTTATCTCTATCTGCATCAAAAATCCCATCACTAATTTTTTTTGTCATTCCTTTAACAGGATCTCTATCCCATGCTTCTGTGATATCTGTCATATTTGAAAACATTATTATAGTTATTAATAAATCAGATTTTTTGCTATATTAACTATAATGGTCAGATAATGTAACAATCTACTAATTAATTAAAACAAATAACATATCAATAAAATAAAATATTTTGCCTGAATTAAACATAATGATGATATAATGTTGCGTAATATATAAGATATTACTTTCTAAGATTATAACATAAATAATTATGCTTGGTGCAAAAAGCGGAAATAAAAAAAATGTATCAGATGAAAATACCAATTATTTATACGAATATTTTATTAATGAAGATAAATTTAACGAATTATTAAAAGATGAGTACGAGGAAGAAAATGATAGAAAAAATAAAAGTAAACAAACCTTTTTTAACAATCCAAGGAGCGAAAAAAACCCTAGATCTTTAAATAAAAAAGTTGCTTCAGAATCCAGTGAACCAACTGAACTACCATCTAGTTCTGGGAGAAGTGATGTCGAATTTGATGATGAAGATTCAGAAAATATGTCATCAGTAGAAAACTCAATTAAAAGCCCCTACAAAAATAAAATTGAAGCTATTCCCGGATTTAATCCAGGTTTTGGTCAAATATCAGGACCAAGTTTTGGCCAAAATATTAATCAAAATTATGAACAAAATATTCCAAATAATTTTTCTCAACCACAAATGCCTTTGTTAGGTGATCAACTTGTAGGTGATATAGATAAATATATTGAAACACCCGAAGAAAAAAGAGCGCGAGCTAGAGAAGCTTACAGTAAATTACAAGACTTGGTAGAAAAATATGGTGTTAAATTGACAAGAGAATTTACTATTGATGATGATCCTGATACTATGGAAGCGGAATATGATATGCACAAAGAAAGACGCAATAAAACAAATCAAGTAAAAATGTACAAACAAATATTGTTAACAATTATAAGTGGAACAGAATTTTTAAATGAAAAATACAATCCCTTTGAAATTAAATTAAAAGACTGGTCCAAACAAGTTGCCACTGATATGGATGATTATACTGAAGTATTAGAAGAAATCTATGAAAAATATCGTGATCGTGGAGGTAAAATGCCACCAGAATTTAGATTATTATTTATGATTATTTTGAGTGGTGTAACTTTCCATTTAAGTCAATCTTTATTTGGTCCTGGTGGATTAAAAGATGCAATAAGTAATAATCCAAATGTCATTAATAAATTATTAGGAGGATTAATGAAAGGTGGTGGATTAGGTGGTATGTTAGGAAATAATAATTCCGAACCTAATGAAGCCAAAGAATTTCCAAACAATAATAAGAAAATATTGGAATCAATAAAGAAATATAATAACAATAATAATAGCACAGAAATAAAATCTGAAACAGGTATTGGTACTACAACAGATAGAAGCGAAACTATTAGCAAAATAACAGCTGCAAATCAAGCATTGAGTGCTGAAAGAGAAAAACGATTATTGGCAGAACAAAAAGCAGCATTTGAAGCCCAACTTAGAAAACAACAAGAAATGTATACTGCTCAACTTGAACAAATGAGAAATCAACAAATAAATTCTCTCGAAAATACCAAAAATCAATTATCTTTAACACAACCAAAGAATAACAACAATAATAATAATTATTCTCCTAAATTTGAAAATAGTTCACCAAACCAAATATTATCTGATATTAATAAAGCTCCAAGATACATGTCAAATCCTATATTTCAACAACCTATGAATAATTATCAACATCCTATATCAAGTGAACAAAATAATATGTTTGCTAGTGAAATAAAAAAGAATTCTGATAGATCACCAAAAATAGTAAATAATAATAACAATAATGGTTTAGACGAAATTATTGATTCATTAGAAACAAGTGAAATGGATATTGACGAAATAATTGTTTCATCTAAAAAAAATACCAAGCCTAAAAAAAATAACAGTTTATCTAAACCAATAAATAGTGTTAGAAAACCAAATAATAGTGCTACTAGAAGTGTTTCAAAACGTAGATCAGATGGTTCTGATACATTATCAACGAGTAAAAAAAATAATAATGTAATAAAATTATAAATTTTATTAAATAATAATATATTAAATCCTGCATAAAGATTTGAATATTTTTATATATATTCGATTATCCAATTCGATATGAATAAAAAAATTGATTTTTATAATAAGGATAATAAAGTTTCGAATATTCAAAATAACAATATGAAGAAAAATTCAAAACAAAATTCTGGATCAAAGACCAATAAACCCAATAAAATAAATAAACAAATTTCTATACCCAAAAGAAGAGGACGAAGACCGAAAAAAATTATAGAAAATTTAGGGGGTAATATTTTAGATGAAAGTCATGATTTAGTAAACGCAAAAAATGACTCGGCAGTTATTTTAAGATTAAATATTGATCCAAGTAAAATAGCTACAATAAATAATAATACTAAATCTGAAAATTCATCAGATACATCAGCAATTGATGATACTTCGTCTGAAGGAATGTTTAATAATGATATTCCGCGCGATAATGTATGTCATTCTTGTGTTAAAAAAGATAAAATGTTACAATTTTATAAATTTAAACTTGATAAACATGAAAAGAAAGATAAACAAGATAACTCAAATAAAATGTTTTTCAATAAAATTAATTTTATATCTATAAAAGACGGCAAAAAAATAAATCTCAAAAAAACTAATATTAAATGTTGGTGGGATCGTCATGAATTTGATAATTTACCATTTTTTTTACCAGAATTATACCACAATAATTGTTATTATGTTTTAGGTATTTTTTGTAGTCCGAATTGTGCACTTGCGCATAATCTTCATTACATAAAAGATTTTAAAATGTATGAAAGAAAATCTCTTATTTTTAGAATGTATAGGGAAATGCACGGTTTATCGGCAGATGATCTTATAGATATAAAAGAAGCAGGACCTTGGGAATTATTAGAATCATTTGGTGGTAATATGTCAATTACTACATTTAGGAACGGATTCAATAAAATAAACAGAGAATATTTAGTTTATGTTCCGCCAATTAAACCAATAACTATTTCTATTGAAGAAAGAAATACCGATAATAATATTGATGATTTTGATAAAGAGTATGTTTTAAAAAGGAAAAAACCTTTGGCTAAAAAGAGATCAGTAATTTCATCTTTAACCAATAAATTAGAAAGTGATTAATTATAAATTATATTTTGTGTAAAATTTAATTTATAGTACTATTACATTATTTTTTTTACTGGATTTAATTTGATGTTTATTTTTATTCGAATTATTTTTTTTGGTTTTATTTTTTTTTATTTGTTTTATTTTTTTTGTTTGTTTTGGTTTTGTGGTTTTACTATTAAATTTTGGATTATTTTCTTTGTATTTTATAAATTCAAGATAATATCTACCTTGGAGATATGCATCACACATGTCATCTTCTTTTTGATGTAACGATAAATAATCTAATTGTTCTTTATCATTTGATAATAATTTTCTTGTATATTCAATGGACAAATTTTTTGTTAGTTTATATTTCTTTTTTGAATCTTTATTTGCTTTAAATACTTCTAATGTATTATCGTTATTTACTTTTAATTTATTACTTGGACACATAAATCTTACTAATTGAATATTCATATCATGAATTTTATCAACATATCCTCTAATCATAAAATAATCAAAAAGTGTATTTGCTATTGATTTCATTTTTGGATTTTTTTGTGATGGTTGATTTTCAATTATAACTTCTTGTATTTTTAATTTGGCAAAATGTTCAGATAATTCATCTAATTTTTTTACAAGATTAAGTTGCAATTGTGAAGTCGGAAATTTTTTAACAATCATATTTTTTATAGGTTGAGGTGAATATTCTTTAATTTTTTTTTTCAATTCGGATTTAAAATGAGTTGTGCAAAAATATTTTTTTCCATTTTATTTTTAAAAATATACGCACTTTTTTTATCACAACAGTTTCCTGTGTTTTTAATAAAATTACATTTATTACTTGTGTCTATTTTTTTGAATAATTTTTCCGTGTCTTTATGTGACCAAATTTCATTATATTGCAATAAATGTGTTTTACAATATCCATAAGTGTTATCATTTATATTTAAATGATAAGTCGCTTTCTTATTACAACAATTACCATTTTTCATTTTTCCGCAACAAGATATATTTATTCTTTCGTCTTCTATTAAATTAATTTCATCCCAATCTAATATATTCACCGTTACTATATTTTTTAAATTATCATATGTATATTCCAATACACAATAAGCTAAATGTATTACACCAACATCCCATGAAATAATTCTCATTTATATTGTATGATAAACTACATCTTTAAATTCAATATATTAATTTATTAAATTTATTAATTAATATTATTTAATAAATTTAATAACACATTATCCTGAAACTGTAAACATACCATCATCACTATAAACATAATCATCGCTAGTTCTAATTCTATCGGTTCTGTTATTTGAATTTGATACAGGACTACTATTACCGTAATTTGAGGTATAGGTATAATTATTACTGTTACTTAAAGATCCATTAGCACTATTATTATTCCTGGATCTATTATCTGTTCTATAACCACTATCATTATCTGATATATTTTCACTATAATTATTGGATGTATTTGATCTATTATTTGATCTGTTATTTGATCTATTATTTGATCTATTATTTGATCTATTATTTCTATCAGAAATATAATTGGAATTATTGCCTCCAACAGATTCTAAATTTGACTCAGTATAATATGCATCAGTAAAATCATCAATATTGGTATTTTCTGATATTTCTCCACCCATTAAATTATTGTAATCAGAAGTAAGATCATCATCAATTGTATTCCATCTGGTGTTCCCAACACTTGCTCTATTTTGGAAACCATTTGAATTATTTTTACCACGATAATTTGATCTTAAAGAAGTATTATTCCTATTTGAAATATTAGATGTATTGGAAATTGACCTATCAGAACCAGATCTATCGGAACCAGATCTATCAGAAATTGAATTATTAGAATTTGATCTATTATTTGAATTATTTCTGGAAGTAGAATAAGATCTAGTGGGAGAATTATTATTAAATCTACCATTAGTATTTTCTGAAGAAAGAACGTTGTCAGAATTATTTTCCCCACCTCTCATAATACTTCTTGTTCTGTCATTTATATTATTGATTTTCATTATCATTGAATTATCGGCAAAAAGACCAGATGTCGGTAAGAAACCATCATAATCATTACCACCGGTCATATTTATTGTTCGATTGTCAGATCTTAAATTATCAGATGTAATATTATCAATTCCTGCAAAACTATAATTTGCATCAGAAGTTAAATCATCTAATCTATTATTAGATCTAAAATTTCTTTGATATCTATCAGAAGTATTCCTGGATGTATCTGTATTATTTCTGGATCTGTCAGTATTATTTCTGGATCTGTCAGTATTATTTCTGGATCTGTCAGTATTATTTCTTGAATTTATACTTGAAAGAGTATTTTGATTCATGTTATCAGTTACGGTTATTAAATCCATGAATATATATATATATATATGTAAGAAAATTTAAGAGTTTTTATATGGTAAATATAATGAATAATTTATTTTACTTACCAAAAAACCCACTTTATCAAAAAAATTGAATATTCTTTTGATATTATATAATATATATATAAAGAATTAATTTTATATATAAAGATACTGTATGACTTCAAAAACTACAGAATTAAAAACAGTACAATATAAATATTATAAACAAGGAAAAACTACAAAAAGTTCTGGTTCTAAAACAACAAATAAAGATTTGATTAAAACAGATAAACCAATAGAAAATATTCAAAATTATATTAATGCTTATAATGATACTAAAAATTTTTTAAAAAATCATAAAATTTCAGTATCAACTATTACTTTAGATTGTAAATTGGGTACATTAATTGATGTAGATAAATTTGCAAAATATGTGGTTCTTAAAGAGAATGAAATTGTGAGTGTTAAATTTGGCAATAGAAATGATCCAGCTACAAATAGAATAATTCCAGCAGCAGATATTAAAACAAAGAAAAAACCTAGTAAAAAAACTTTTATAATCAAGTAACTATTTTAATGAAACCAATGAATAATCCAACTAGAAATTATATTAATATTAAAGTTTTTAAAAACGGTTCTTTACAAATGACTGGATGTAAGGATATGGATGATTTTTATGATGTCACAATGACTCTGATCAAAATATTAAAAAAGGGAAGATTAATGAAAAATAAAAAAGGAGAATCTGTTAAAATAGATTTTATCGAGGAACCAAAAAAAATAGGTATTTTTAATATAAAAATTAGGATGATAAATTCTAATTTTAAATTGGACTATAAAGTAGATAGAGAAAAATTGGCAAAAATATTAAAAAAAAATCATGGTAAGTATAGTAAAGATAAAGAAATAGGTTTTGTAGAGTATAAATTTCAACCAATGGGAGGTCATTCATGTGTTAATATTAAATACAGTCATGACAATGGAGATAAAACGTCAATATTTGTATTTCAAACAGGAGCAGTGATTATAACAGGAGCAAAAAAATTCGATCAAATCATTATTGCATATAATTTTATTCATAAAATATTAAATAAATATTTTGAAAAAATCAAAATAGTTGATCTTGAGGAAATTGAGGTACAAGAAGAAATTTCTAAATATTTTCAAGCAAAAAAATCTGTACCATTAATTAATTACGAATAATTTAAAATTTTTTAGTTCATAAGAAATTTTAAATACAATATTTAATGTTGAATGGATTATTTTGCAATTGTTTTACAATTGATGGGTCAACAAATCTATAACTATCCACATTTGTATTTGTTTTACACTGAATATTTATATCAGGTCTATCCAATTGATTATTAAAACTAGTTCCTGTTATTGGTTCACGTGATATATTATTATCATCTCTTAACTGAATATTTATGTTTTCAACGTCTGGTCCAACTTTAACACCACTATTTGTTGGCGAGCGATAAATTTTTACCGATTCTTTTTTATCATCAGGTTCAAAATTATAAGCATCATTATATGATCTATTTTTATTATTTGCTGTTACAGGTGTAATATATACTTCTTGGCATGTAAATTGACGTGTTGTATTTGGTGCTTGTTTCTTTTCTGATAAATATCCATAACCTGTACCATTTGTATTATGATTTACTGATCCGATATAATCATTATCAATTGTAGTTTGTTTAACTGTTTCACGTAATGGCGTTCTATTAAAGGTACTAGCTTGTCCATTATTTTGATTAATAGATGTTATGACATTATTATATGGTATTTCTATTGTTGATTCTTTTATTGTGGTTTTAGCAATGTCTTGTGGATGTGGAGCTCTTTGATATTGACCTGTTGCAACAGTATGCGTGTTATGAGGTTTAGTGACTGTAAATTCTTTTGTCACAGTTCTTAATGGTGTTCTATCAAATGTATCTGCCTGTCCTCTATTTTCTCCTGTATTTGTTATATTAGTATTTCGTTGTAAACAATTCACAGTTTCTTTTATTGTTTTTCTAGCAGAATCTTGTAAATTTAATACACGTTGATTTTGTCCAACAGCCGTTATATTATTATTATATGGTATTTCGATTGTAGTTTCTTTAATAGTAGATTTAGCTTTATCCATAATATTAGCTCCTTGTTGTTGTCCTACACCTGTAGTAAAATTATTTCTTTGTAATGGAACAGTAGTTTCTTTGATAGTTGTTTTAGTGGTATCCATAATATTTCCTCTTTGTTGTTGACCAATTGGTGTAAGTATGGTATTTCTGTATAATGGAACTGTAGTTTCTTTAATTGTAGTTTTTGTAGTGTCTTGAATATCTGCACGTTGTTGTTGATTAACAGGAGTAATAAAATTATTTCTTTGTAATGGAGCAGTAGTTTCTTTGATAGTTGTTTTAGTAGTATCCATTATATCTCCTCTTTGTTGTTGACCAACTGGAGTCATTATAGTATTTCTATATAATGGAATTGTAGTTTCTTTTGTTGTATTTCTAGCAACGTCATGTATATCAGCTCGTTGTTGTTGATTAATAGGTGTCACAAAATTATTTCGATATAATGGTACAGTTGTTTCTTTTGTTGTACATTTAGCAGTGTCTTGAATATCGCCTCGTTGTTGTTGTCCAATCGGAGTAGCTATAGTATTTCTATATAATGGAACTGTAGTTTCTTTCATTGTGTTTCTGGCCACATCATGAATATCAGCGCGTTGTTCTTGATCAATAGGTGTTATAAAATTATTTCGATGAATTGGTACTGTAGTTTCTTTCATTGTAGATTTAGCCATATCTTGAATATCAGCTCGTTGTTGTTGATTAATAGGTGTAACAAAATTATTTCTATAAATTGGTGTTGTTGTTTCTTTTGTTGTAGTTCTTGTAATATCTTGAATATCTGCTCTTTGTTGTTGATCTATTGGTGTCATATTATTATTTCTATATAATGGAACTGTTGTTTCTTTTATGGTAGTTTTTGCAGTATATTGTATATCTGCTCTTTGTTGTTGATTGATTGGTGTAGTAAAAGTATTCCATGGTGTTGCAACAGTAGTTTCTTTTGTGGTATTTTTTGCAACATCATGAATGTCTGCTCTTTGTTGTTGATTAATCGGTGTTATAAAATTATTTCTGTTTACATGTGTTGTTGTTTCTTTTGTTGTAGATTTCATTGTGTCTTGAATATCTGCTCTTTGTTGTTGACCCACAGGAGTTGTTATTGTGTTTCTATTAATTGTATTTGTTGTTTGTTTTATTGTATTTTTAGCGGTATCCATTATATCAGCACGTTGTTGTTGATTTATTGGAGTCACAAAATTATTTCTGTTTAATGTATTTGTGGTTTCTTTTATTGTAGTCTTAGTTTCGTCGGTTAAATTAGCATAGATATTATTATGTTGTGTACAATTTTGTGGCACTAATTGATCCAATACAGTTTCTTTAATAGTTGGTCGTGCAATATCATTATAATAAACTCTTTGACTATTATTTGAATTAATAATAGTTGGACTTATTTTATTTTCAATTGTGGTTTCTTTAATTGTGGGATTAGCAATATCCATATTATGAACAGTTCCCCTCATAGTATTAGATTTAATATTTGTATTTTGTTGTGGCAATGAAGAAGTAATTTGTTTTAAAGTATCACGAGCATTATCTGTTAAATTCGCATAAGTAATTGTATTATTTGCAAGAATACCAGTCCTATCATTATTAATTACTGTATCTTTAAGAGTAGCTGTCTGATCATATGAATTTATATTAGGATTAAATTTAGATTCATCTTTAGCAAATTTTTGTAAAGGTTTGGGCAATATAAAATTTTGTCTGGTTGATGCTTTGTGTTTAGATCTCATATGTTCTGGTATATTTCTTTCTAATTTTTCGTTCGTTGAAAAAGCTCCTCCTGTATATTCAACATGTTGATCTTGTCTGTTAGTATCACGCATGATAAAATTATCACGTGTTTTTGGGCCTGTATTTGCACTACTAGTTGGTAATAAATCATCTTTTGTTGTAGTTTTATAAGTTTCGGGTCGATAACTAATAACAGGTGCTTGTACAGGTCTTTCTTTACCTTTTAAACCATCAATAATTCTACCTTCATAAGTTATTTTTGGTTTGACACGTAATTCATCCACTGTTTTTTCCAGTGGTCTATACATAGAATGATAACCATGTGTAGCAATTTCATCATGTTTTAAATTTAGTCCAGGTGTTACTTGCGTTTTTTCAAAAGGTACTTCATTTTGGCGATATCTACCTGCTTCATATCTTGAAGCTTCTTCTTCAGTATATATTGGTGCACCATAAATATGATTTAAATTACCTTGAGGTTTAAACATTGGAGATATTTCTTGTTTTTTATTCCAAGTATCTTTTAAATTTCCTGTAAATAAATCATTTTTATAATTCATAACTGATTTACTATGTAAGTCATTAGAACCATATCCTTTTTTAGTATTATAATATGGAACCATATTATTATGCGTCAAATTTTTTTCGTCAATAACTCCATAAATATTAGTATCTCCTCCATATTGAGTCCATCCTCCTTGATATGATAATTTTCTCTCTAGATCTGATAATTTATTTTTATCATTTGTTTGATATATGTCATTTACTGCACTTGGATCTCCGGTTGAATCAAATGTTTGTATATCAAATTGCGAAAAAAAAGCAGGTTTATTTTCTAAAGGTTTAATATCTTCTTTTTTTTCTAATGGTATTTGTGCTCGTTTGCTTGATAATATATTATTAATAGATTGATAATTATCAGTTAACATTTCACTAATTTCTAATAAATCTATTGAATTGGATCTGGTTTTTTTTTAGTTGATCCGTTATTAAAACATGATTTGGATCTACGTCGTTTTGATATCTCCATTATGTATATAAAATATGTATATATTTTACCTCGTCAAGATTATTCTTATAGATTTCATATTATTTGTTCAATTAAAATTATTTTTAATAATTTTAATTTATTTGTCCACAATTATTATTTTGTTTTATAAATAAATTGAAAAAATTCCTTTTCAACCTGTCATAAAAATTATCATTATTTTTCAATAAAGAAAATTTATTAATATAGGTTTGATATTTCTTATCAAATTCGTTAGATTCAGGATCATTAATAAAAATTTTATTTATATTATTTACATTATCTTCTAATTTATCCACAATAATACATGGACCGGTTATTCCATTTGATAATATAATAGATCCTTTCGTATTTTTTTTAAATTATTAAATGATGCTGCATATATATTTAAAAAATTACGATTTAAATTTTGAATATATGATTCATGATTAAATATTTTGTCAATATTTTTTGGTTCTTTTAATAATTCTTCAGATGTTACATATTTATTTTGCAATCCATAAACTATATTTGCAATTCCTATTATATCTGAATCAAATTCTATAATATTGTTGATGGCACTATTGATTTCCTCTATTAATAATTTACATAATTCTTCATACTCATATCCCACATTATTATTACAGTAATCAAATGCTATTATTTTTATAGCAGAACAACATATTTCTTTGTTAGTTTTTAAATATGTTTTAATTTTTTTTTGCTTCCTCTTTATTATCAGCCAAAATAAAAAATTGCAATTTTACTTGTCCACCCCTTTCTCTAACAAGATTTTTTCTAAAATCAAATAAATATATTTTCATTCAATCAATAAATTAGTAAATATATTTTAAAAATTGATTTTTTATTTTATTATAATAAAATTTGGTATTAATAGATATTATTTTAATTATCTATTCAAAATGAATTATAATGATGATTTTTTTTTCATAAAAAACAGGAAAAAATTTTGGTTTTATGTGCGGAAAGCAATATTTCAAGTTTTTTTACAATTATTATTAGCGTTAATGTCAATATGGGATTTTGCTAAACAAAGTGGTAAAGAAAATAATTATGCTTATAATAATTTATATTTTTATACATCGCTTTTATTATTTTTCTACACTGCTTTAAAATATATATTGGAATATATTTTTTCTCTTTGTTCTACTGATATTTTATTCAAAAAAAAGCCAAGTTTGGATAAGACAACACAAAATTTATTTGCATCATTTAATATGACAAGTGAACAAACTATTCATTATATTGTTGTAATTAAAAAAGTATTCAAATTAAGATACAGTAAATATACTATATTTAAATACGTTGATAAATTATGTTATTTTCTCGGAATTGATAGTCCTATTCTTATTCCTCTTGAGATAGCAAATAAATTGGGAAATATAAATAATGATTTATCACCTTTGAATGAAGATGCTTATCTTAATGTAACTTTAACCAATTTATACGCATATCATCCAACAAAAATAAATGATGTTGATGAATTATCTCAACAAGAAGTAGAAAATTCCGACATAGAAAATTTAATACCAAAAACAATTATTACATCAATTGATAAATCAATTGAAATATTACAAGAAGATATGTTTGATAAATAATATATTTAATAAATTTATTATTTATTTTTTCAAATCAATATTCATTGGATAATATCTTGACAAAATATTATCAAAACTTGGATAATTTTCATATTTCCTTTTGGTATATATTTTATATCCAAGGATATTTTCCATAGTTGAAACAACAAAATCATAATCCTCATCCCTAAAATTATGAGTATTAAATGATATTAATATTTTTTTATTGACATCGTCAAAATATATCATATTTTCTAAGATTAATTTTTTTGAGTAATCAAAAATGTTTTTAAATTCTATAAAATTATTTTTTAAATCTACAAAATCATAATTCATCGTTAAATTTTTTGCCAATTTTTTATAAAACATAATGAATTGTTCCGGAAACAATAATAAAATATCAGGATGTAATTTTTTTTCTTTATGATATAATACATCTAAATCAAAAATAGGAATTGAGCATGATATATTTTTATTTATTATATCTGTTGCCATATTAATAATATTATTTGTTGTTATAATAATTGTGAATGTTTATATTGTTAAAATATTTGTGAGTGTTATATTCATTTTATTTTACAAAAGGAATATAACATATTTCAAAATGATAATAAATAATACCTAAAACATATTCTAAATATAACAAAAATATATAGTATTTATATATACAATAATGACAGGAAAATTTACAAACATGAAATATGATAGAGAAGCTTATGATGAGCAATTATCAAGAAGCACAAAACCTCTCACATATAAATTAGATCCAAATTATTCCGTAAATTGTAGTCCTTGTTTTGCACCATATGGACCAATAGCAGGTCATGATAATACTGTTGTTCTTGGTGAACAAATTGATGTAGATTCTGTTTTAAGAGGAATTAGTAAAGTGAACACAAAAATAAATAGATATCAAGAACCTCAAGAACTTAATTTTAAAACATATACACCACGTGATTGTTCACCAGCTATACAATCTCAATCAAGTAGATATACACATCCATCTTTTGATATTAAAGGATTAACTGTACCTGATATGAGATTTGGATATCCTTTACATGATCCACAATGCCAAATATTTGAAAATTTTGAAGTTAATACAAGATTACAAGCAAAAGATAATCATAAATCTGTCTGGCAAGTTCCTCTTGATCAACAAGAATTATTACCTAAAGAGAGATTAGGTAGAGTTAAAAATTGCACTGTTTCTCTTAATTGTTCATATGCACCATATGTTCAATAAAAATTGAAAAAAAAATATTTATTAAATAATTCTTCACTTAAAGAATATTTAATATCTTATAAGATTAACATGAGCCAAGAACAAGACAATATTTCTAATATAAATTTTGAAAACATTACTATCGGGAGTTATAAATGTAATGTTAATAGAAATCTGGAAGATCTTTACTTATTAAATGGTTTTGACGATGTTGTACCTAAATATAACTCAACATACGGACCATATATTGAACTAAATAATAAAAAAGAAGGTACTACTAATATTATGAAGTTATCAGATTCAGCCTGTAGAACTGCATTAATTAAAGGAGGATCTAAAATGTCACCAGAAGAATATCTACCCCTGTTTGTAGAAAAAAAGCGTGAATATGTGGAAAATTATTTGATTAGAAATACTTTTGCTGCCGGTTTTGAAAGCCCAGCTTCGGTACAAACATTAACTGTTCCAGAACTAATTCAAAGACGCGATTCTTTGATACAATTCAAAGCTGGTACTGGTAAAACTCTATCATTTTTATTTGGATGTCTTTGGGGTTTTGATCCAAGTGATAGTGAACTTCAATATATTTTTATTACCAGTTCACATGAAGTTGCTTCACAAATATATGAAAGAGCAGTGAGTCTATTACCTCCAAGTGCCCGTGTTGCTTTATGTGTAGGTCAAAGAAAAAATATTAATAATGTTAATTCAAGATTTAAAGAATCCTGTGTAGTTGGTACATCTAGTCTCAATAATAGACCAAAAACTATTAAAGAGGAACGTGAACAAATAAGTCGAGCTCAAGTAATTGTTTGTACAATGGGAAGATTATATGATTTTATGTGTAATCGTAGATGGATTCCTTCTACAAGATATTTAAAAGCAATTTGTGTGGATGAATTTGATAATATTGTTATTTCTAGATCTAAATCTAGAAACTCATCATCAATGTCAACAGAACAACAAATGGCCGACATTATTAAATATATTGAAGATGAAGCACCTGATAAATATGTTAATGATACTCAACGAGTTTTCTTCTCGGCAACAGTAACACCTGAATCAATTGAAGCAGCACATGGTTATTTTAGAAAAAATAATAAAAGTGTAGGTGATCCATTTATTGTTCTTTTAGATATTCAAGATTACACACTTGAAAGTATTAAACAATATTATGTACCATGTCAAAACTATGCCCTTAAAAAGGATGTCCTTATGGATATATTAAAACAATGTAGAATAGCTCAATGTATTATTTTTGTAAATAAAATAGAAACAGCTAATGATCTTAAACAATTTTTAGATGAACAATCAGTTTCAACAAGTTCAGCTGTATTTCATGGTTCATTACCTTCTGATATTAGGAAAAATATTCATGAAGATTTTCTCGCAAATAAAATCAGACTATTAATATCTACGGATTTAACATCAAGAGGATTTGATGTTCAAGGTATAAATTTAGTTATAAATTTTGATATGCCAGATTATTTAGAAACATATATACATCGTGTAGGTAGATCTGGTAGATATGGACGTAAAGGTGTATCAATAAGTTTTGTTGTGGTTAATAACAATAATAATGAAATGGAAAAAGTTAAAAGTATAGACGAACATTCGAACCAAAGTAAAATGATGCCTCTACCTAGAGATTTAGCTAATTTACTATAAAATAATTTTTTGATATATTATTATCCATTTAATTCCATATTATAATATAGGATTAAATAGATCAAAAAAATAATAGATTGTTAAAAAATCTTTGATAATATTATAGATATGTCAGGTCATTTTACTCGAAAAATGTATGATGGTTGTGCCGCACAACAAGATCTTAAACAAAGTACAAATCCTCTTGAATTGATTCTTGATGTTAATAAATATGTACATTGTGATAATATTTGTAAACCTGCTCGCGAATATCCTCCCAATGGAGCACTTTTAGTTGATGTTGAATCTAGTTTATGGGGTATAGATAAATTAGCCAGTAGATGTGATAGTGCAAAACATCCTTTTTGTGGACCTAATGGTTGTCTTTTAACGAATGATGCTCGTGTTGCTCCACACACAACACCTTATGCGTGTGAAAGAGGTCATGTGGGTGAAAATGCAGTTATAACAACAAACATGAGAATGCCAAAACATCCTGGTTATACTTTACCTAATCCAAATATATGTGCTAATCAAAATAATGGTTATTATGCAAATCCCAATCGTCAAAATAATCAAGTTCTTACAAATCCTACAAATCGTCAAAATAATCAAATTCCGCAAAATAATCAAGTTCTTGTAAATCATGGACTTCAAAATCAAGTTGTCCAAAATAGACTTCCTCAAAATAATATTACACAAAATCCATCTCAAAATTTTTTAGCACAAAATCAACCAGTCCTCAATTATCCTCAACATAGAATTCTCCCTAACATAAGAAATCAACAAGTTCCTGTCATTAATGCTCAGAACTGTGGTAATGTACCAATTGTCAGATAGATAATTTAATTATTATTTTATAACAATTAAATTAAACTTTCCATAAATCCGAATTTTTTTACAAAAGTCTTTAATGGTTTTTTGATATATGTTTTCATTGGTTCTGTAAAGTTGTGCAAGTTCTGAATTAAATGGATCCTCAGAATTAGGTTGATCCAGCAATACCATTATAGATAATAATATAGATATTATATTTTGCGAAGCAGACCATCCATCTTTTTTTAAAATATTCAAACAAATATCTCCCTTTTCATTAATATTCATATGTTTAATAGGTGTAATAAATTTAACTTTTGGAGGTGAATAAGGATAATCATTTGGAATTTGTATATCTAAATCGAATTTATAATTTTCATAAAGACTACTCTCAGGACCCTTTATACATGCTTTCCAATTATATACATTGTCACCAATCATATTAACAGTAAAAAGATTACCATATTTTTCTTTTTCCTTCTCAATAATTTTTAGTTCATTTTGAATTCTTCTAATATTGGAAGGGTTCATTAATTGTTTTTTTTAATCAATCAACTGTTTTATTTATTTATATTTATTTTTTCAATTTTATTTCAATTTTTATTAAATTGTTGCTTAAAATTTTCAATACTTTGTTTGAATAATTCGTCTTGTTTTTTACGTTCTAATTCTAATTTATTATGCAAATCTTTTTGCGTTTTAGTATCCAATTTACATTTACTATCTTTTGTGATACGATATTTGCCATCTTCTAAAGGTGGCGTAAATATTTTTTCATTTCCCAAATTATTATAATTAACAAATACTTGAGGTAAAGCATCCTGACATTCTTGCGTTATATTTTTTGAGAAGAATGAAAATATATCTGACATTGCATTCATTTCTGCTTCACTAAATCCTAAAATATTATTATCATTGGTATTTCCAGTTATATTTTGTAAATATTGTTGTTGTGCTTGACCCATTTTTTGCATTGACATAATATATTTATATTGTTTTATTTTTGCTAACCAAGCAAAAGCATCACCTGCTACATAAGGTGTTGGTATCCCATGTATAATCATTGTAGGAGTAACTTTAACATAAGATGGTAGTCTAGGATTATTATCTGTACAAATTAAATGAAAATACCTTGTTAAATTTTCTGTTTGGAACATGGCTAATAATAATTTTGATCCTTCACAGTTATTACTATAAAATAACATATTAATACTACTCATATATGATTTATATATTAAATATGATTATAATAATATATATTTTAACACAAAAAATATATATTATTATTCGTTATCAGATTCATCATCCTCACAATTACTATCAGATTCATCATCTTCATTATTATCATACCATCTATCTCTACCACATATATTTGCATAACGTATAAATATATCTTTCTGACTATCAAATTTTACATATTCTTCACGTGAAGATACAATACCATTTTGATAAATATGATAACCACAAAAACAAGATCCTTCGTCATGAAAGTAATTCGTGACTTCAAGATTATATTTTTTCGATATTTTAGTCCAGAAAGGTTCCGATGGACTCCATGCAGTTTGATAATATAACTCTATAACACCATTTTCTATATCTATTTTTTTCTCAACGACATCATAACATCCCCACTTATTACCCCAATTATCTATGCACCAAAAATACCCATTAACACCTTTTGGTACAGGATATAAATTATCATAACAAAATTGTCCATTAGAATTATTTTTTGATTTCATTGTAGATTTTTTCCAAAATTCATCCAAAATATCAGAATTTCCTTTAATAATAATATAATTAGCAACGTGATTAGGCATAATAAATATAATTATATCTAATCATATATTTAATAATAAGCTAAAATTAAATCAATTTTTTAGGCTCGTATTTAAAATAAAATTCATAAATTTCATTATTATTTGTCTTAAAAATAGCTTTTAAATTTTCTAAATTTTGGATATTATTTTGATTTATGGTAGCTAAAATTCTATAATTTAAAACATACCATCCCGGAAAACATAAATATTTTGGAGGTTTTGGTAAAATTTCACAATAATAATCAGGATTATCTCTTACGATATTAATATCATTTTCTAATTTTTTTAATAGATATAATTTAAATCCTAATGAAGATATATATTTTTTTATAATATCTATAATTGAATCATCTTCATTATTCAAATGGAAAACAGTGTTATTTCCTTTTGTTAAAATATTTAATCCATGTAAAACTAATTCCACTAACATACAAAATAAATCTTGAATATCCATACTATCATCTAATAAAATTCCTGTTAAATCTTCATCTAATTTATTTAACGGTTTAGTAAAAATATGTTTTGCTAAAAATATAACAGAATCATTAGATTGTTGAGTCAAATCTGTATAATTTTCACGTTGTTTTTCAATATATTCGTAAAATTTTAATTCTTCTTGATTCATAATATAAATATTATTAACTATTCTTTATCATATTTTATGCATATTCTAGAATTTAATATAATAAATTCTGAAACGAGCATTTATAATATATATTACAAATATATACTATAATGAATATTTCTAATAGAGATCTACGCACCATAATTAATGATGCTTCAAAAAAAATGCCAAGTGTTAATTTAAATTCAAAAAATCCAATTGAAACATTAAGTGTTGAAGATTTAGTGTATTTACAAAAATATTTAGAACATATAAAAATACAAAAAATAAAACAAAATAATACAAACAAAACAACAATTCCAATAAACCGAGCAAATGAAATTTATGATCCAATAAATAGAGAAATACCAGTTGATTGGAGAGATTGGCGAGCTATGGAATCTAATCCAATATATAATCAACATAATACTGAACCTGGTTCAAGAGGATCTTCCTCTACAAGAATTGGTAAAAAATCACAACAAAATTTGGGATCAAATGATTACTATAATCCATACGAATGTGGATCGAGACAAGATTCTTTAAATGTCCCTATTTTAAAACCTTACAATGGTCCGTATAATAATAATACAAATACTTTAAATAATATGGGAATTCATGATCAACAAATTTCTGATCATATAAGAAATATAAATATTGAAAGTTCTTTGATGCAAAGAGAAATGACACATTTACCGGGACAACGTGAAATAACAGAAAAAAATTTTAACAGATTTAATTTATTACCATTTGATCCACAAGATGATAAACATATTATTTGGTCCGATAATATGCCAAGAGGTGGTTATTCTACAAGAAATGATAAATTAAACGATGAATGTGAAAAAAGATATTAAAAAATATTATGTATTCTTATAATATATAATATATGCTTGATATTGATAATGGGATTTTTGATCCTATGAAAGAACTTGCACAGGATAAATTAATGTATACTGAAAAAATACATATAAAACTTGTGCCTCGTAGTAAAACAAGAAATATAACTCTTGTTGAAAATTTACCTAATAATATTAATATTAATACTTTCTTAAAAGCCATGAGACAATTTTTACATTGTACTGGTTCTATAAAAGAAAATAAAGAAGGAAAATATGTTCAATTTACAGGTGACCATCGTGAAACAATTAAAGATTTTTTAATTAATAAATCAATAGCTAAAAATGAAGATATTATTTTACATGGTCATTAAGTTTAAAATGGTATAAAAAAATATATATTAACAACATAATAATAGAAACAATGACGGATTTTGAAAAAAGAGAACAAGATAAAATAAGATTAAATAATGTTATTAAATCTTTAGAAAGAGTTAACGAAGAAACAAATAAAACTGTTATTTCTATTGCTGGTGGTATGAATGAAATGCAAATAATTGTGTCATTTAATCAAGTAGCTAAAGATTTATTTAACATTATGTCAAGAATTGTAAAAGAAACAGGACGTGAAGAATGTAAAACTGATGGATATAAATTTTTATTTGAACAAGCTATTAAAATTAATGCTAAACTTCCAATTGATAAATTCACTCTTTTAATTTTAGAATACGCTGCTGAAATATATAGACAAGATGAAGATGTATTTTTAAATATGACAATACCTGATGCTAAAGTTTCAGTTGGTAATGAATTTGGTATTATTAGATCAGAAATGTTTAAAAAACTTTGGCTTACACTTGATAAAAGAAATAAAAAAATCTTAACGGATAATGTTATTCTTTTAACAACATATGCTCATGCATATTTATATAAAACTATTTTAATGTCGCAAAAATAAAATTAATTTAATAATATTTAATTATTAAATTAGTTTGATAATATAAAAATTATTTGATAACTTGTATTATTATAAATGGACAATATTATAAACATTGGAATGTTTATTCAACATTTAACTTATTATATAAAAGTAGGAATTTATATAAATAAAGGTACTTCAAAAGATAATACCCTCGAGAAATGTATTAATTTACACAACAAATTAAAAAGTATTGAAAATTCAAAAGAAATAAGCACCGAAGACGAGACATTTGTTAGAAAATGTCTTAAAAGACTTAATCTTCTACTAAAAGTAGATGATGATGGTAATCCGGTTGATATTAGAAAAAAAGAAAATCAATTGAAAATGATTTATTTTTCAGGTCATGATTCTCTTTCTAATAATAAATTAAATGATATGATTACGCATGCAAGTAAATATGATCTTCACATTCTTTCTGATATACCTTTAACATTTATTTTACGTGAAAGTAAATATCGAGATTTACTTTGGCAATATACAAGATCGTTATTCTATATTTCACAAATGTTAATTACTAAAACTGATCCAAAAGCAGAATCCACAAAGATTAATAATATTAAACGAAAAATATTTGATGAATCAGCAAAATATTTAGAAGATATTCTTGTTCAAATTTCTGATATTGAAGAAGCTATTGAGATGAATAAAATTATGGCTGCTGACAAATTTTTAAGTTCCAAATTAAAAGAAGGTACTATGACAAATGAAAAAGTATCAGAAGCAACTCAAGAAGTTAAAGAATTATTTTCAAAGAAGGGATTAGGAGAGAATAATGCCATGGTTAAAATGATAGATTCCATTTCTAGTAAACTTAACTTTACTGATTTATCAAATGGTAATGCAATTCAAAATATTTTCAGTATTGCTCAAAATGTAGCAAATGAATTACGTGGTGATTTAGAAGGTGATCCTGAAAGTTTCAAACGAGCTATTGGTGCTGTTACAGAAATTTTCCAAGAAACAATTGATGATCCCAGTGGAGAGAAAAATATTCCCACAGAATTAAAATCTATGATTGACACTATTATTCCCGCCATTACCTCAGATAACAATAATAATAAATCTCAAGATAATGTTTTGAATGAGGATATTACTAAAAAATTAACTGAACTTGCTGAAAATAATAATTTAGACAAAGATGAATTTTTTAATTCAATAAAAGGAGAATCTGATACTATTGATATATCCAAATTAGAAAGTATTCTTGCTGGTCTTAATACTTTAAATAAAAATTAATTTTATTTAAAATATAATTGTAAATGTGTCTATTAATTAAAATATAAAAAATCGTAAATATTTATAATTAATATGACTAATTTGTATAAAGTAAGTAATAGTAATGAATTAAAAAAAGTATTAGAATCCGGGACAGATAAATTAGTTGTTTTGATGTTTTTCACAAAAAATAATTCTGAATGCAAAAGAGCTTTGTCTTATTTTGAAAAAATTGCACTTAATCATACTATAACAGTATTCTGTGTTGTTGATACTGATAAATTTGAAGGAGATAATGCATTCGTTAACAACATTAAAATTACCCCAAGTTTTCAAGCTTTTTATATGGGTAATAATTTTAATCAGTGTGTTACTTCAAATGAAAGAGAAATAGAAACTTTTGTGGTTTCTTGTGAACAACAAGTTATGATGCAAAACAATATGAGAAATAATGGATATAATCAAAATAATATGAATCAAGCTGGTATGAATAATATGTTATCTCAACAAAATATTAATCCTATGTTTATTAGACAACAAATTTTAAATAACGCACAAATGTCAAACCCAATGTTATATCAACAATTAATGCAAAATCCTAATATGTTACAACAATATGTTAATCAACAAATGATGCAACAACCAATGAATAATATGAACAATATGAACAACATTAATAACATTAATAATGTTCCCACAATACCACAACAAAATATGTTTCCTATTTCCGCGCAAATTATGTCACCACAAACAAATCCATTATCTGTTCCCACGAATTTAGTAAATCAAACAACTCCACCACTTATTAATAATTCAATGAATGATGATACATTATCATCTATTCAACAAATGAAAAAGTGGTTTCAAATATTTCAAATGATGCAATCTTGCGGTTTATTAAATACATCTGCAAAAATTGATCAATTTGTTGACCAACAAATAACTCAATCCACACAAAATAATAATCAATCAAATAATGGTGAAATTATTTTAGAAAATGGTGATAAAATTGTTCCTTTAGGAAACGGAAAATATGGTCTCATAAAAAAATCATAAACAAAAAATTGATATTTTAACCATTTGAATAGTCGTTGAGATATTATATGTACCAATAATACAAAGTATTATAAACGTATTATATATTATTACATAATAATATGGACCTTTTAATTTCGATAATATTATCCATTTTATTATTTTTTTGTATGAAATTATTTTGGTCACGCAGGAAATCTGAAAAAAAAGTTATTAAACATATTAAAAATAATTCCACAATCATGAATAATAGCCAGAATAAATCTACAATGGTAACAAAAAATAAGGAAGATGAAATTATAAACAATATGATCGATAAGTTTATACATACTCAAAATTTATCACTTAAAACACCTTACATTATTGGAATTTGTGGTGGATCTGGATCCGGAAAAACATTCATTACAAATCTTATACGTGGAACCATAAATAAAATGTTTTCAAATGAAACTGAAGTTGTTGTTATAAGTCAAGATTCATATTATATTGGTGGTAACAGTGAAACAAACTATGATATACCTGAAGCAATTGATTTTGAACTTCTTGTTGAACATTTAGAGATGTTAAAAAATAATAAACCTATTGATTGTCCCATTTATGATTTTGTTTCTCATAGTAGAAAACAAGAAACTATACGTATCAATCCTTCTAAAATTATTATTGTGGAAGGAATATTAATTTTTACTCAAGAACATTTGAGGAATTTACTAAACATGAAAATATTTATAAATGCAGATGAACCTACACAAATATTTAGAAGAACTATTCGTGATGTTAATGAAAGAGGTAGAGATATTCAAGAAGTACAATTAAGAGTAACACGTGATGTATGGCCATCATATAAAACACACGTTTTACCTTCTTCAAGATATGCAGATATATCCATTAACAATTTTAATGAATGTTATATTGGTCCCGAAGTAGTATTAAGTTACATTATTAATGTTTTTAAATCTTTGTGTGACTAATTATCAATAAATAATAAATAAATTTATCATTTATTGATATAATAAATATAATGTCTAATGACACATATAATAATGATATATTTTGGATTTATGATCCAATGGTATTATTCAGAAATAATAATTGGTACAAAATTATTCCAACAAAAAATATGACACAAGTTGAAGCCCTTAATGCTTTAACAAGACTATTTATTTATCTTTTAATATTGTCTGCAATTTTATCGTTTGTTACTAATTATGCTTATATTTCAATAATAGCCATAATTGTTATCATTATAATATATTTTGTAGTTTTAAATACTACGGGACCTAATACTTTATACAATGATCCAGATAATATTGAAAGATTTACAAAAGAAAATCCTGGTGAAGAAGAAACTTGCCAAAAACCAACAAAAAATAATCCATTTATGAATATAACATTACAAGATTTGGAAGAAAATAATAATAGACCTGTAGCATGTAATATAGATAATGATATTATTAAAAATGAAGTCCAAAATATTATTTCTGAAAAAATATCTTTGAATGAAAAAAATGATAGACAATTTTATACAATGCCTGTAACAACAATACCAAATAAACAAACTGAATTTGCCAAATGGTTATATGATTTACCAGAAACATGTAAAGAAAATCAATTAAATTGTCTAAGATATGAAGATATTAGATATACTAGGTATAATCCATATCTTTCTACTACTGTTACCAAATTATCATAATTATTTATATTCAGATAATTTATTAAAAGCATTAACCCACTTTGGATCGTTAAAATTATCATTTTCAAAAACAAAATCAATAGTTTCAATAATATCAAATCCTTCGGATTTTTGTGGAGATATATATTTATTTTGGTAAATTCTATATCCTATTTCAGATACTTTTGGTATTACTCCGCCACTATAAATATGACGGACGTTATTTAAATGTTTATATAATTTTTCATCTGTATTTATAATAATGGCTCGAATATTTTTATAACCATAATCCTTCGCAAGTGAAGTATATTCCATTCTTGATAATACATCTGGATTTGTATTATCAATAACCACAGATTTATTTTCAGACAATGCTTTTTTAGTTTCATTTATGCATTTAATTTTTGTTTTACAAGTATCTCTATTTATATAAACATAATTATGTGGTAATATATATTTAGTAGCAAAATAAGATTTACCAGATCCAGGAGGTCCAATTAAAATAATCATTTCTTTTTTTCTTGGCTCAAAATAATATTTTTTAAATTTGTATTTTTTAATGAATTCGGTTGGAATAATTCCCTCCAGTTTATATTTAGAATCATCATTTTTTTCCAATAAAAATTCTTCTGGAGTAATAAAATCGATACCAATATTTATTGCAAATTTTCTGTCAGTATCTGAAAAATCACCTTTATTGGATGAAGGATTTATTTTTTTCTTAAAAAAACTTGGAGATATTCTTCCAGCAGCATCTCCACAAAAAAATGATTTGTTTGATATTTTTACTTTCTCGATAGAAAATTCATCTTTTAGATCATTTTTCATTAAATTCCACAAACCAGTATTTGGTTTCCTGTATAAATCATAGGCTTTCGCAACATAAACCGCAAAGTAATATTTATTTGTATTTAAATTTGAAATAAAAATTTTTATTAAATCATCAACAGCTTTTCTCCAAGTAATTTTATCAAAATTTTTATTCAAAGACATTCCTCCTTGATTAGTAAAGATAATAATTATATATTTATTATCAACAAGTTCGGAAATTTTATCTTTTATAGATGAGTCTAATAATTTCCATTTTTTATTTTTATCTTTGCTTTTACAAATTAATGTATCATCTAAATCAAATCCTGCAACTCTTATCGGATCGTGTAATTTATCAAGATTATTTATGATACCTTTTAAATAATTATTAGTTTCAAGCCAATTCATTTATATAAACAAACCTTATTTTTACATTAAAAATTGAAAAATTTTCAATTTTTAATATTACATAAACATATATATTATAATATTATAATAATATGACAAGTAAAAATTCTAAACAAAATAATGATATAATTGATATTTATTCTGAACCAAATGTTCAGTTAAAAAGACTTGAACCAAGAAATTTAAACGAATTACGTCTTGAAATAGGAGGAAAAAGTATTAATAATAGTATTGTTAACGCATTAAGAAGATGTAAACTGTTGTATATTCCTATATATGGATTTCATAGAGCAAATATTTTTGTGGAAATAGAAAGAACAAGAACAATGTATAATAATGATATGATATATAATTTAATAGAAACATTACCCATATTTGATGTACCTAATTATTTTGATTTGGAAAATCCTGAAATATTTTTAACAAATGAAGTCATGAAAAATATATTTGGAAGATTTATTCAAGACAAACATCAAACAACTGATAATGATACAAATAATCAGGAATTTGATGACTCTAAAAAAAAATTATTCAAAATAGAGTTATCACTCAATATTAAAAATAATACAGGAAGTGATAGATTTGTGACTACACATGATGCAATTTTAAGAATCGATGATAAAATTTCTAATTCTTATGCAAAAAGAGAAAAAATATGTATTCTTGTGCTAAAACCATCAGAAGAAATATCATTACGAGCTGAAGCTAATTTAGGTATTGCAAAAATGTATGCTTCTTATGAAGCCACTACAAATGTTATTTATGATGAAATTAATCCAAATAAATTTATTTATTGGTATGAAACTTTAGAACAATTAGATAAATATACAATTTTTATTAAATCATGTACTATTCTCATAAAAAAATTAGAAAATTTAAGTAAGTTCATATCTAATAATTATGGTCAAAATCAAGATCCTGACCAAGAAATTGTTATTGAACTGTATGGTGAAGATCATACTTTAGGAAGATTACTTGAGGATGTATTACAAAAATGTGAATATGTGGAAAAAGCTGGATATACAATGCCACATCCATTTATTGATACAATTGTGATTTCTTATAAACTTTATCAAGATTCTGGACTTAATCCCATAAAAATATTCACGGATTGCATAGAATATCTCATAAGAATTTTTGAATTGTTAATAAATTTGTCAAGTAAAAGTGGATCTGAATAATTCCAATAATTATTTTATTAATAATTATTGTAATGATAATATATGTTCCATAATAAATAAATTTGTCGAAAATATATTAAAAGGAAAATAATTGTTGAAAATATATTTTGGTTTTTTATCTGACCATAATGTTCTACAATAAATCTCGTGATATTTAGACATATATTCACTTCTGCTAAAAATGGCTTGAGCTATTAAATATAATAATTCATTATTTTCGTCATAATTTATTTTTTCAGTGAACATTTTATATATTTCTCCAATGTTAATTTTATTATTATTTTTTAAATAATAACGATGTATTTCTTTAATAAGCAAAGTGTATGAATGATTTGGCATATGTTTATACATGAATAATCTTTCGTTGGGAAAACATCTAAACCTATGATATAAGTTGTTTAATTCTTTGATAAAATCATACTTAAATCCTGATATTAAATTTATTGTAATTTGATGCAATTTATCATTTTCATATGAAGAATTTAAGGTATTAATTATATTCGAGTTAAATTCTATAAATTTTTCATTGTAAAAATTTGTATCTGATATTTTAAGCTCGGTAAAAATTTGTGAATAAGCATTATTTGGCGCTAAATCAACAAGATTAATAATATTTTTTTGTAAATCATTTATAATTTTGTCAAAGAAAAATTTATATTGCACAGAAGATAAAATATTAATGATTTCACTTGTATCAGATATATTATTTGAATAAATTATGCTGGATAAAAATAAATTTGGAAAAGATTCTGAATTTAAAAATATCATTTGATCACAAGAAATATATAATAAATTTGTAAATTTATGCAGACAAAAATATTTTTTTTCTGATTGAGTAAATGAATATTTTTTTTCTTTTTTATCAAATACACAAATATTTTTTATAGATTCATTGTATTCAAAAATATAGACAAAATCTTTGTCCAAATTATTAAGAGAATTGCTCCAGATTTCAATTTCTCTAATGAGCAATTTATTATTTATTGAATGAAATAATTTCCAAATATTGCATTTTTCATCAAATGATAGATAAAATAAATTTGATAAATTTACTGGAATTAGTAAGAATGTATTATCGTAAATTCTAAACAAATTGGAAAAAACTGAAAATTTATCAAAAAATTCATTTTTTGTGCAATAACCAATTTTAAAAAATTTATATCCAAAGTTTGGATTAAATTCTATATGCATTATTATTGTTAATAATATTTAAAACTTGCCATATTAAACATATAATTAATTATCATAAATTAATCATATGTTCTAAATATTTCCAGGAGTAATATTTATAGCATAGTTGTAAATAATACCCTAGAACAAAATGTAATCATTATCTTGATAATATATCTTTATATATCCATTTATTATTTAAAAATTTATATAACACTCAAAAAACATGAGAAAAAATATAGATTTAATATATATATATATATTTGACATGTACGTGAATCAAATTGATAAAATCATTGATACTATATTAAATCAACTGTATTTAGAAGGTTTGTCAAATGATGAAACTTATAAAACTATTACTCAGGGTAATAAAATAAATTTTGTTGAATATCGAGAAAATATTAATAATTTTATTACAAATTTTATGAAAACTATAGATATTACTGATATTCAAAAAATTATTAACAATAAAGAAAATTTACAAAGGATAATTGATATTATAAAAAGATATGTAGCCTATTATTATTTTTTATCCATTGCTTATTATTATACTGGTTCAATAAAAGATTTTAGAAATAATTTAATACAATATTCAAAACTACAAGAAAATTCAACATTCACTATTAAAAACTTTTTTGATACGGAAAATAATTATCAATTAATTAATTATTTCAAAATAATTAAGGAAAGTTCAAGTATTTTATTAATGACAGAATTACAAAAAAGAGCTCTCAATCCATTAGAAGTTAAAGACACAATAAATTTTTTAAATAGTTTAGGTAGAGAATATATTGATAATTATTTATTAATGATAATAACAGAGGGTGATGAAGATCATGTCCAAATAAATGTACACAATCTTATAAAAACAATAGTTTTTGGTGAAATTTATAGAACACAAGAAAGAAATTTAGTTTTTGACATAATAAATGATATTGAGGAAGATAAACAAGAATATACGTATATTGATGTAGTGGTTTCTAATGATGATTCAACAGATTTAGATAGTTTTAGGCAAATATTTGCAGGAGAAAATAATTCTGAATCACTTGCTCGTGATATGTATGAATTAGTTAACGAAAGTGAAAGAATTGCAATAGTACCAAGTGTTGAAACTAAAAATAATAATTTGTTAGAACTAAATTTTATAACACCCATTGTTGATGATTTTATAAGATATCATCGAGACACCGAAAGATTAGAATCAGAAATTGGTCCTATTAATGTACCTTTAACAAGTAATAGTAATTCAAAAAATGTACAATTGGCATTATTATATCAACAACGTAAAAAAAAGAAAACACGCGTGCGCAGTTAATAGTAAATAAACTTGATGCTATTTCAGACTACTATTCGTCCAATGTTCAAAATAATCCTGAAGTTTTAAATGATATTAAAAAATATTTTCAAAATCCTCTTGGCTATAGAAAAGCAGTACTCCACAATTATCTGGATGAGTTATATGTTTTACAAAAAATTATAAATCAAGGAAAGAGAGCGATTGAAGGAAATGAATATTTTTTGGAATTACAAGAAATAATAAACAATGCTTATTTTAATTTTAAAGAATTTTTAAAATATGGAACAACATTAACTCTATCAACAGATGAAACAATAAATTTATTGAGATACAGCAATATTCAATTTCAAAATCAAATGAGTGATTTAGAAGTAGAAATGTATACGGCAATCAATAATGATACAATAAATTTAGTGGGTTTATCACTCGGACCTTTTGAAGATGGTCCAATACAATGTGTAAGAAAAACAAATCTTGTGAATATTCGGGACATTAAAATTAGTTATATGAAAAATGGAGAATTAAAAGAAGTGACATCGGATAATGGATTTAGAATGTTTTTAAAAATAATTAAACATATTTTAATTGAAACAATTGATGTAACTTTTGAACCTATTTTCAATTTATACAATAATTTTACACAAGTTCGAAAACTTAACAAAGACTTTTTTAATAAAATAATTTATTGGGTTTATGATGTTGAACTTGATACATATAATTTAGATACTTATGAAAATACAAGAACTAATAGTTTTCAAGATAGTTTAAGAATCATGAATGCTAAAATTTATGATAAAATAATAAATTACTTATCAAAAAAATTAAATAATTTAATAAATACAAATACTAATTTATCAAGATATCAGATTCAAAAAATTATAGAAATTTACTCAAGTGTAAATAGATTGTTTCTAAAACCCAATGAAAAACGAGAACTTATTATTAAAGATTATTTGCAAAATAAAATAATAGAGCAGAGTGATATTTATGAACCTGGAAATAATAAACAAGTCATGCCTACATTTGAGCCTATTATTGAAAATAAAACATTTACCATAAGAATTGATATGGTAAATCCTTTGCATCCTCAAAAATTTGTTAAATTAGAAGCGCATTCTAGAACTACTAAAGATAAAAATGTAATAGCAAGATCTGAAGGAAAATGTAAACATGAAAATGAATGGAATGAGATAACAAAAACAAAAAATCAAAATCTTAATAAATACAATTCACAAATAACACAATTTATTGAAAAATATTCTCTTGAAACAACACAATTGGATTATGTTTGTAGAATTTGCGGACAAATTTTACCACTTAAACAATATGTGCAAGATGGTACTTTTGATAATAATACACAAAGATTTGTCACAGCATATGTTCCTTTAGATATTCCATTAGAAGAAGTAAGGGAATATGTTAGATATAAATTATCAATAAGATACTTAGATGCATTAATAAATCGTGTCTCGTTAATTACAAGCACAAATATGTTAGTAGGTGCAACAACACAAATAAGACAAAAAAGAAAAGCGCTTGTAAAAAATATTATTGACTTATTGATTAAACATAATTCTGTAAATCTTAAGAAAAACTTAAATTATGAACAAAGATTAGAATACTTTTCAAAAAATTTTAACATAAATAAAAATTTGGACAATACTATTCTATTTTTCGAATTGAATGATAATATATTTAATGCTGATCCAACTGCATCTGATGTTGATATTGAATTAAATCGCATTAAATTTAATAATATTTTACTTTATTTTATTTTAATTTTCATAACAGAACTTAACGGGTCTCAAATATCTATGATGTCTTCCGATAAATTTTGTAATATATATGTTTATTTGCAATACGGACCTAAATTATTTGGAAATTTACTTATTAGGAAAAATATTAATAGTAATGATACAGTTCCCATAGTACAATATCCTGTATTATGTTATCTTCTTTATTTAATGTCTTATTATCTTGTGAGATATAAATTATGGAATAGACAAACAGAAAGTACAAAAGTATATGATCCATTATATTCTAAAATAATCATCAATTCATTTGTTGATTTATTTAATAGTATTTCAATGGATGCTGGAAAAGATCCAAATGATTATATTTATATGTTGACAACAAGTAAATTGTATTCACAATTAAATGGTACTTTTAAGAACAATGAAATAATTAACATTTTAAAAAGAAATCATGCTAGATGGGATCCTAAAAGAGGAGTAGATGAAATTCCTGTTTCAACTCAAAACGAAATTCCAACATATTCTATTGAAAATCCTATACAACTTGCCCAAAAACCAAGAAAAATTCCTGATTTTCAACTTACTACAGGAATAGCTTATGATAAACCGAATGAAATTTTGTATCCAATTCAAGTTAAAATAACAGATATTACAAATTGTCCTGATGGTGCTTACCATGAATGGGTAAGTATTGCCAAAGATTTAAAATGTAAAAGATGTGGTGAATTAGGTAATGAAGTAACGGGTAATATTGATAGAACTGATGCATCTTATTATTATAATTTGTCAGCCATAGCACACAGAAGGTGTCCAATTGGTTCTTTACATGATTTTGTTCCGACAAATGGAGAATTGGTTTGTAGCATCTGTGGACATAAACCAAATGATAAATATTCTATAAAAGAATTAGATCTTTTAGCCGATAATATATATAAAATAGAAGATGATAATGCTCATAGATTATTTGAAAATATTAAAAGATCTCAATTAGAATTTGAAAATGAACAACAGATAGCTCAAGATTTATTACAAAAAATAGTTTTTGATTTCTCACAAGAATTTAATAATACCACATCCACAAATGAACAAATTAATGACGGAAAATTATATGGACGGTTACCAAATATTATTACCAGATTAATTGAAACGTTTGAAACATATATAGGAGAAAATAATAATTTAGATATTGATGTGTTCCCTATTTATTTGCGAAATAATGTATACATAATAGATCATACTAATGAAGGGGTACCTCTTGATAAACCAATTATCATTTCACAAAATGAGCGTATAATTAATTTTAGGGAAAATCATAATTATTTCAAAAAAGATGTGTATTATTATACGGATAATAGAATTCAAACAGACGTATTTTATGATGCAATAACATTAAAATTATTAGGTTATCGAGAAAGACATCGAGAATATGTACAAACACGTGCCAATGCTTATTTAAAAATAAGTTATAGTATTTATGAAAGATTATTATTATTGGGATATGAATCAAAATATTTAGATATAAGTGATGTATTTAATAAAAATAGCAATACAATTAATGATGCCAATCAGAATTATTATAAAATATTAAATAATTTAATAAGACAACATGTTTATAATCTAAAGGCAATAATAGATAAAATTAGTTTGTTAGTTTATAAAATAAAACATTATAAAGTTAACGATGAAAGAGAACCAATTGAATTACAATCAAGTCAAAATATTGATAGAATTGTGGAAAAATACAATTCAATATTAAAAAATTTTAATTTGGGAGAAGAAAATATGGCTTTTTATGATTGGAATTATTTAAGAAACACATTTAATTTTAGACCTGTTGATTGGTCTAATACTAATATAAGAGCTACTGAATCAAGATATGTCAATACAGAAATTATAAATTATTATGATATAACTGGAAGTGAAATATTTTATTATTTGTTAAATGAAATTTTATCCATTATAAATAGTAATACTGATCGTATTACACGTGTAAATATATGCCAAATGTTTGTAGAATTAATAGTTTATGCTTATAATTTATACCAAGTAAATTTATATAATGAACCCTTAGAATTAAAACGATATGAATATATTTTATATGGCTCACCATATATGATTGATTTATTAAGACAAGGACAAGGATTACAACAATCACGTGAACTCGAAGAATTTATTGATGATGTTCAACCTGATATTGAAGATATGGTTCCCACACCTGAAACTGAAGATGAAAGAGATGATATACGTGAAGAAGCAGAAGCTTTAGATGTTGAAACTGATTATTATGCGGAAGAAGATGAAGATTATGCACAAGAAGGAGATTATTATGATTAATATTAATATTAGACTATTAGTAAATAATCTAATATTAATATAATGAAATTGATAATATTATTATTTCTAATTGTTATAATATTTATTATAATTTTACAATTACGAAAACCAAAAATTAATGTAAATGATAATATTGATACAAATTTTTATGAAAAATTTAAAGAAACGAAAATTAATTCACCAGATATTTACCAAAATAAAAAAATTTACCACACTAAAAAATATATTCAACCAAATATATCCTCAAATAGAATTAAAATATCAAAACTTGTGGAAATAATAAATAAAAAATACATGCGCGATATTATATTTAATCCAGCAAATAATGCAATTATTCAAACACAAGATAATTATTATGATATTTTTAAAAATGTGTCAAAAAAGTTAAAAAGAGATGTTGATTCATGGAATTCACAATTAATTAAATCTCTTTTTAAAACTAAAATAGAAATAATAGATATGATGCCTTGTTTAATTACACAAACAAGTGACGAATTTATTATGGAAATACTTGTTTATGCAAAAATACAATATCAAAATATTTATCTTAAAATGGTATATTATGGTTCAAGAAATAAAAATATAGATTTTTTTGATAACAACACATCAAATAAATATATAATACAATTCATGAAAATATTATTATTGACCAAGGAAACGTATCAATTTTTTATGGAAAATATAGAAATAAATAAAAATCCTTTCATGACTATGGACGAACAAATGGAATATGTTAATAAAATAAATGAATTACATCGTGAAGAAATGGAATAAATCATATAAAGTATTAATTAGATATTAATATTATTATGATAATAAATATTGAACCTACACTTGTATATTGTTTTATGTTTTTCACTACCGTTGTTATTACTCCGGTATTATATTATGTTTATCGTATTATTCGTGATGTTTTAGCTTATCAAGGAAGAGAATTTCTTATTTATCAATGTGCTAGAATTTTCAAAGAAAATGAATCGCTTGTTAAAAATACTTTATATTCATTTTTTGATATCGCTGGAAATGTAGAACGAAATATTTTTGATTATTTTAGTAGAAATCAATTATATGGTTCAATTGGTTATACATGTGACAAAATTTTTGATGTATTAAAAACTTATTTAACCAATACTTATTCATCAAATCAATACTATACTAATTATGTTCCTTGTTATAACGTTACTCCCGATACTAGAGTTTGCGAAAGTTCTTATTCTGGTTTATCTGATAATATTTATATGGATAATACTAGATATAATGATTTACCCTATACTGATTATTGTAATTATGATCAATCTACATTTGGTGATATCTCTACTTATAATGAATCTACACCTAATGATATTTCTACTTACTGCACTGGTCGTATACCAAACAATGGTTCAATTTCTTGTAATTTTTCAAGAAATTCAAGTTCAAAACAATCATTAAAAAGCAGAAATTCAAGAAGAAGAAATGTTAGAAATAATCGTTCTCTTAGAAATTCTTTGAGAGGTAAAAAAGTTAGATTTGCACCAAATGAATTCAATACGACAAAAACTGATAATTTATCTGGAACGGAAAATATTTTACAAAATAATGAACATAATTCCCTGTCAAATAATGATGATATTTATTCTATGGTAAGTAATAAATATGCTTCTGTCATAAGAGATTTAAATCTTGATGATAAATATATTGAAAGTTTTAATAAATGTATACAACTAATGAAAAATAACCCCGATATGAAATCAGAAGATTGTATTAATGAAGTATTCAATACAATGTTGTCGGGAATTGGTTTACAAAAAATTACCACTGTTTCACCCCCATCTGAAACAGTGACTATTGAAGATTGTGAATTTGATGATTAATATAATTTGTTTATTATAAAAATTTGATTTATTATTGCTCTGTAGATAATAATAAATCAAATAATTTAAAGCAGAACTTATAGATAATAATATAATGTGTGGGATTTTTTGTCTTTTAAAGTATGATGGAGAAGAGATTGATTTAGAAAAAGCGATTAAGTGTTTAGAAAAATTATCGGCACGTGGTCCTGACTCTCTTTCCTATAAATATATTCAAGTAAATGAAAAAATAAGATTATTTTTGGGATTCACAAGATTAGCTATTATGGATACTTCTTCAGCTGGAGTACAACCATTCCAAAATGAAGATGATTATATTATTTGTAACGGAGAAATATATAATTTTAAAGATCTTGCAGAAAAATATAATATTTCAATGTCATCACAATGTGATTGTGAAATTCTATTACCACTTTTTAAAAAAGTGGGATTTGTTGATATGATAAGTAAAAATCTTGATGCGGAATTTGCTACAGTTTTATTTGATTCTAAAAATAAAAAACTTTATGCTGCTAGAGACAGATATGGTGTTAGACCATTATATTATGGGTATAATAAAAAAGATAATACAATTGCATTTGGTTCAGAATTAAAATCACTCCATTCAATTATGGAACATGTAGAGCAACTTAAACCAAATTTATATGCTGAAATAAATTTAGAACAAATTCGTGACCTGAATAATTTTCATGATTATTTGCATCAATATTATGATTTCAATAAATTAACAGCATCGGAATATAATAATAATGTTGAAAACATAAAAATGAAAATACGCGATATTTTCACTAGAGCAGTTAAAAAACGTCTAGAATCGGATAGACCTATTGGGTTTTTATTATCAGGAGGATTAGATTCAAGTCTAATTGTTTCTATTGCAACAAAAATACTAGGTCCGGAAAAAATTGTATGTTTTTCAATTGGTTTACCTGGAAGTCCTGATGTTGAAGCTGCTAAATGTGTAGTAAAATATCTTGGAATCAAAGAACACCATATTGTTCCATTTACAATTGAACAAGGAATTGAGCAAATACCAACAGTAATATATACTATTGAAACATACGATATTACAACAATTCGCGCATCAACACCACAATATATCATGGCAAAATATATTCATGATAATACAAATATTAGAGTTTTATTGTCTGGCGAAGGTTCTGACGAAATTCATGGAAGTTATAAATATATGAGATTTGCTCCCAACAGCGAAGAATTTCACTGGGAAACTATAAGATTATTGGAAGAACTTTGTTATTTTGATAATAAAAGAACAGATCGATCAATGGCTGATAATGGTTTAGAAGTAAGAGTACCTTTTCTTGATTATGAATATGTTGAATTTATAACGAGTATAGATCCTAATCTCTTAATGTATAGAAAAGATTATCTCGAAAAGAAAATTATAAGAGATGCTTTCATAGGTTATTTGCCAGACAAAGTATTATATAGACCAAAAGAAGCATTCTCTGACGCAGTATCAAGTCAAAATGTCAATTGGTATAAAAATATTCAAGAAATAGCGAATAATTCTATTACAAATGCAGAATTAGAAATTAACCCATATATTCATAATAAACCAGAAATAAAGGAAGCATTATACTATCGTAGAATATTTGATAATATTTATCCAGGAAGAGATAATGTTTTACCACATTATTGGCTTCCTCGTTTTCAAACAAAAAAAATATCAGATCCATCAGCAACTGTATTAGCTGATTAATATTAAATAAATTGATAAAAAAATTGATTATTAATTTATTTAACGATATATAAACATTATTTATTAAAATAAATTTAACAGCAAATGAACAAAAGGAATTATGAGAATTTTTCTACTCATCATGTTAAAAGTAAAATAGTGGATAACAGAATTTACAAAAGATCTAGAACAGAAAATGCTGTTACAAGTTATAAAGTTCTTATCAGAAATGATGATGATCCTCATGTATTTATGAATACACAAGATAAATATGTAAAGATTGGAAATTTTATTTACAAAACAAAACTTTATTACAACAAGCAAAATAGTGATGAAGAATTAATAAGTTTATCAAAATCACAATATGATAATATTAAATCTTATATTTTTGAAGACAATTACGTAACCGTTTCAAAATTTAATAAAACAGTTGAAAATATAAATACTTTAAAAATTAATATTACAAGTAAAACAACTTATAATGTTTATATTGATCGTGAAGTAATTATAAACTATATTCAAAAAAATCTAACCAATCATGTTGTGACTCATGATCAAAAATTTGATTTGTTTTTTAAAAATATTCCTCTGGAGGTAAAAATACAGAGTCTTGATGATTTATATACTGGTATGATAACCGATACAACATTTATTGATTTCTGTAATATAGGAACAAATATAATTATACAAAATAAATGTTCATATGTTAAAAATAAAGATATAAAAGTACATGTAATAACATGTGTCGATGTAAGTACTGATTCTTCTCATATTAATAGATTTCCTGTCATAATAGAAGAGGAGGATATTGCCAAACAAGTTTTAAAAGTATTTTCTGATAAATTCATTAATTACACCACAAAAACATTTATAATTCAAGATTATGAATATACAGTAAGTATACATGTTTCGAGAACAAATAAACAAAGCAAATATAAAAACACATATAAATTATTGAAAGATGATAGTGATTTTATTATTAAATCATTAGATAAAAATATAATTATTACAAAGGGAAATGAAACAGCCACTAAAATATGTTTTAATTGTACTTGTAAAAATAAAAAAGGAAATTTTATAGTATCATATAATGATTTGATATCTTCAATTTATACTGGATTTAATAAAATATCATCTAATCAAGATTTAGAATGTACTTTAAATAATAAAAAATTTTTATTAAATATTGAATACATTTATCCAAAAAGTACAAATAATGTAGCTTATTATATTAATAGAAAAACAAAAATTATATTTAATACTGATATTGAATCAAATACTATTATTGTGCAAAATAAAAAGCCTTATAATATTAAAACAGTTGATTTTAAGATTTCTGAGAATAAAAAATCATTTTTCTTTTTAACTCAAGATGATAAAGCTGTATTATTTGATAATTCTAAACTAGAAAAAATAATAAGAAATAAATGTGCACAAATTATTGCGGTAGGATTTAAACAGGTTATTACATATAATGGTAAAAAATATACAATAACCTGCAAAAATTTAGAATTTGAAAATGCTATAACCTCAAAAAGATATCCCTTCAGTGGTGAAATAACTGGAGATACAAAAATTAAATTTGTTATTTCAAAAAATTCAAAAAATATGTTAACGGGAAATAATTCAGGGGGTATATTAAACAATCCAATTCAAGAACTAGAAAAACATGTTGGTGGTATTTCTGAAGAATTGAAAAAAGTTATTAGAACAATTTGTCTTTCAAGAGGAAAATTAAAAGATGAATATCAATCGCGAGGTCTAAAACCAGTAAAAGGTATTATTTTCTATGGTCCTCCTGGGACAGGAAAAACATCAGTTGCACGTAATTTAGGAAAATTACTTGGTTGTGAAGGTGATCAATTTAGATTAATGTCAGGACCAGAAATTTTTAATAAATACGTTGGAGAATCTGAATCAAATGTTAGAGATATTTTTAAAGCCGCTAAAGATGCATGGAAAAAATATGGCGATAAATCTCCTACATATATGGTAGTAATTGATGAAATTGATGCCATGTTACCTTCAAGAGAAGGTAATAGTTCAAGTCCAGTAAGAGATTCTGTTGTAAATCAATTTTTAGCAGAAATGGATGGTTTAGAACAATTTAATAATTTTATTTGTATCGGTATAACAAATAGATTAGAATTATTAGATCCAGCAGTAAAAAGATCAGGAAGATTTGGAATTCATATTAAAATTGATTTACCTTCTAAAGAAGGTCGCATCAAGATTTTTGAAATACATACAAATAAGTTATCTAATAAATTAGGTAAAATAAATTTCGAAAGACTTTCAGACCTTACAGATGGTTTATCAGGTGCAGATATTGAAAGTATTGTAGAACTTGCATCCATATATTCATTAGAAAGACTAAATGAATTTGAAACTATCAGTGAAGAAATTATTAATGAACATGGTAAAATAACACAAGATGATTTTATTTGTGCCATAAAAGAAATCTCCAGTAATAATAAAAAATCAAAAGATATTGAAAGTATGACGCATATGTATATGTAATCTATCATCGATAGATACAATATTTCGTTAAATTTATATAATATATAAATTTAATGATATCATAAAAAAATTACCTTTTTTAATAATATATATATAGACATGAGTGATTGTAATATTATACCTATTATTGTTATTGCTGCCATTTTACTTTTAGCTCTTTATTTACTTTCTCAATATTTTAATTCAGGAAAGGAAGGATTTAGAACATTTGGTGGTTGGAATAGAGGCTGGGGTAGAGGTTGGGGTGGATATAATAGATGGAATTATGTTTATCCATATTATAGAAGACCATACTATTATAGTCCCTACAGTTATAATTATCCCTATGCCTATTCATATTATTATTAATCAATTAACTATTATACAACAATTAATTGATTAATTGTGAACAACTCCACCTGAACTGATATCAATATTTAAATTAACAGCAATTGGATTTATATCTTCTGGTTTGAAATTATCAATATCGGGATTTGTCACTTCTTGAATAATCCAAAAATCATCAGAAAGATTTGGATTTGCGACATAATTGTATGGCATATAGAAATAACCGTTGAGTCCCCATTTAGATCCCCAAGAATTTTTTATTATAAAAGATTTTTTGGTATCATCATATCCAACCGCACAAACTGCATGTCCACCAATAGCATGTTCTCTCCCTGTGGGATAATTAACTATACCTGTTTTAGCAACTTGATCACTCATAAAACTTTCAAAAACTGTAAACCCAAATATAAATGGATATCCGCTTTTTAAAGCTTTCTTTAAGTGGTTTATTCTATCATCAAGAGTTTTATCAAGTCTAAAATCAATTCTTGCGTATTTAACTGGTTTTGCTTTTTTAGCTTCTTCATAAACCTCTTGAGGGGGCTTAACTCTAAACTTCAGAGGGTCATATATCCAATGATGTTCATCACAAACGCCAAATTTATTTATACTTTTAATTCCTGTTCTTATTTGTGCACCAGCGTCTTCATCAATTGTACCTTCAAGAAGTCTTTCATTGTAATAAATAAATAATCTTGATGGTAAAAATATTTCTTTGTTTGATTGTTTAATTTCACTAAATGCATATGCAAATGCGATTGCATTGGCAGTACAACTTCCAAGAGTACCTTGATCTATATCCGAAAGTGCTTGTGGTAATTTTACAATATTTCTCAAATCAAATATTTCGGTTGGTTTTATACCTGCTCTAAGTTTAAATGATCTAACATGATCTTTGGTAAATCTAATAAGCAAATCTCTTTCATCAGGTTTACTTTTTATGTAACCAAATTTTCTTGTTTGTGGATTACTCATTCTAAAATAACTTTCGAATAAAATTTAAAAAATGGTAGTACCTTCCTACCAAAATATTAAGTATCATAATATAATATTTAAATTATGATACTATTTTTTATTTGTCTTACTTCCTGAATTTTTACTTGTCTTACTCCTTGAATTTTTACTTGTCTTACTTCCTGAATTTTTTAAATTTTTTGGAGATAAATTATTTGAGGATTTATTAGATGTTATATTAATTTTTAATATGTCACGATGTGTAATAAGTTCTTTGATAACACTTGAAATAAAATAATCAATATGTATTATATCTCTTCTGCCATGAATTAAATTATATTCCGCATCGGATGCGGCTTTTATAATTTTAATATTAACTTCGTCATTATTAATTTTTCTTATAAGTTTATCCATTAATGTCGTAATAACAACAGATCCTTTAATGTTAGTTATAAGAATATTATAAATATCTGTTCTAATTTCGTTATCAAAAAGCCTTATTAAATTATTTGCTGGATCTAATGATTTTAATATTGATTCAACTACAGAATCAAATACTTCATCTAAACTTATAAATGGATCACTATTTAATCTTTTTGAATCCAGAATCCAAATAGCTCGTTTTATATTGTTATCACAATTATTAAGTATAAAATTCATATCATCATTTTCTAATTTTATATTTTCCATGAGAGAAATATGTGTGACAACATTTTTGATATCATCAATTGATGGTTGAGAAACACAAAAAGTTCTGCACCTACTTCTCAGTGGATCAAATATTTTAGATAAATTATTCGAAACCATAACAAATCGGCATGTTTTAGCATAAAGTTCCATTGTTCTTCTTAAAGCTGCTTGAGAATTATTGGCTAAATTTTCAATGTTATATATGACAATAGTTTTAAATTTACGTGTAGTTTTAAAAATATTAAATGATTTGTGCATTGCATATTGTTTAATTATTTCTTGTAAAATATATTTATCATGATTAGTACTTGTTGGTTCTATTATAATATGGTAATTACTTTGAAATATTTCAATTTCCTTTTTAGTTGACGAACCATTAATATTATATTTCATTTTACTTAAAACATTCACATCAGAATCATATAATGCTTCTAAAAAAAATTTTACCAAAGTTTTTTTACCTGCTCCGGGAGGTCCAGATATAATAATATGAGGTATATCTTCATTTGATGCTAAATAATTTAATTGATCAAGAGTATTTTTATTAAATAAAAACTCTCTAAAATTTTTTGGTCTATATTTTTCAAACAAGAACATTATAATTATAATATTAAAACATCTTTAAATATTATTAAGTAAAAATTTTAATCAATTTTATTTAAAATATTAAACAAAATTAATTAACTAAATCAGAAAAATCAGGTAGTTTGAAATATTTTGATTTGAGAATTTTTCCAGTTTTGACATTATACATGACATAATGTCCTGGAACAACTTCTGATGGTCTATAAGCTACTTCAACATTTTCAAAACCTTCAAGAGTTTTATAATACTCAATTGTTTCTCTAGCTTCATTTTCATTTTTACATAATTTACTCATATTTGAGTTATGAACCCTCCTAAATGCTTCATCTAGATCAAGACCAAAAACTTGTCCCATTCCATAAACAACATATAGGAGATCTCCAAGAGCATCAACTACTTCTGTCATATTTTTATTTTTAATTCCATCTTCAAGTTCACCAAACTCTTCCTTGATAAGATTAAATCTTAGTTTGACCTCTTCAGGTTTCTCATCAAAAATATTTTTTTGAACTTGAGCATTTACTGGATGACCAAAAACAGCATTAAATTCACCAACAAGTTGAAAGTTTGTTTTGTTTGACATTATTAATTAATACTAAATATCTTAATTTTATGTTATAGAAATTTAAAATTTCAATTTTTATTTGATCTGGATGTTTGTCCAAAAAAAAATTGATAATTTAAAATTCATGATATAAATATTTGTTAAATCTGGTATCAACATCTAATGAGCAAGACCTCCAAAAAAAGTTCTGAAAAGAGTATTGAAGAAAAATATCAAAAAAAGAATCTTCATGAACATATTTTACATTCTCCCGATACTTATATTGGTAGTATAGAAGATAAAACATGTCATATGTGGGTGTATAATGAAAAAGCAAAAGATGGTGATGCTCAAATAATTTATAAAGAGATAACATATGTACCTGGTTTATATAAAATTTATGATGAAGTATTAGTTAACGCAGCAGATCATAATAATAGGTGTTCGACATGTAATACAATAAAAGTTAATATAGAACAAGATACAGGTAAGATTACTGTCTGGAATAATGGTGATGGTATTGATGTGGTTGAACATAAAGAGCATAAAATTTTAGTACCATCTATGATTTTTGGAGAACTTTTGACATCAACTAATTATGATAAAAACGAAAAGAAAACAGTGGGTGGTAAAAATGGTTTTGGTTCTAAATTAGCTAATATATATTCCACTGAATTTCATATTGAAACTGTTGACACAAAACGAGGAAAGAAGTTTTATCAAAAATTTACTGATAATATGTATAACAAAGAAAAACCAAAAGTAACAAATATTAAAACAAAAACACCATATACAAAAATAACTTTCGTACCTGATTATAAAAAATTTGGATTAAAAGGTTTATCTGATGATATATTAGCGTTATTTAAAAAACGAGTTTATGATTTAGCAATGACAACAACAGCAAAAATTTTTTATAATGATAAACCTATTCCTCAGAATAATTTTAATAAATATATTGATTTATATTTTCCAGAAGGGACAGGTCATAAAAAAGTGCTGGATATTTCACAAAATAGATGGAAAGTTTGTGCAGTGTATGATCCAACGGATCAATTAGAACATCAAAATATTTCATTTGTTAACAGTATTTGTACAAGTAGAGGTGGCACACATGTAGATCAGGTTGTAAATCAAGTTGTTAAAAATTTAAAAGAAGCTGTTGCAAAAAAAGTTAAAGGTTTACAAGTAAAACCAACAATGATAAAAGAAAATTTAATATTTTTTATTGATTCAACTATTGAAAATCCAGATTTTGATACCCAAACAAAAGAATATTTAACAACGAAACCAACAAATTTTGGAAGTAATTTTGTTGCTACAGATGACTTTATTAAAAAAGTGATTAAAACAGGTGTTGTTTCACAAATTATTGCTAATGCACAAGCAAAAGCAGAAGCTAGTTTAAGTAAAACAGATGGTAAAGGTAAAGGTCCTGTTAGATATGAGAAATTATATAATGCTCATAAAGCTGGAACAAAAGAAGGATATAAATGTACTTTAATTCTTACTGAAGGAGATTCAGCTAAAGCATTTGCTATGTCTGGATTAAATGTTGTCGGAAGAGATTATTATGGTATTTTCCCATTAAAAGGAAAACCACTAAATGTAAGAACCAAAAGTCCAGCAATTGTCGCAAGTAATGAAGAAATAACTGCTATAAAAAAAATTGTTGGTTTAGAGCAAGGAAAAGTATATAATGATCTTAAAGAACTTAGGTATGGTAGTATTATGATTTTAGCAGATCAAGACGTTGATGGATATCATATTAAAGGATTAATAATGAATTTAATTCATCGTTTTTGGCCTTCATTAGCTAAATATGAAGGATTTATCCAATCTTTCGCGACTCCGTTGCTAAAAGCAAGTAAAGGGAAGGGTAAAAATCGTGAAGTGATTGAATTTACCAATCCACAATCATTTGAGGAATGGAAATCAAAAAATAATGATGGGAAAGGGTGGACTATTAAATATTACAAAGGATTAGGTACCAGTACTGCTGCTGAAGCACAAGAATGTTTTACTGATTTGGATAAAAAAAGAATTAGATATTTTTGGGAATCAAGAAAAATCTCAGAAGAAAACAATAGTACAGAAAATAAAAAATCAAAGAAAAAAGTAAAATCAGATTTTATAGAAGAAGAATCAGACACTATTTCTGATATTTATAAACCAAGATGTAAAGATTTATGTGAGGACGCCATAACATTAGCATTTGATAAAAAACGCGAAGATGATAGAAAACTTTGGATAAATACTTATAATCCTAATAATTATATTGATAATTCACAAAAACGCGTATCATATTATGATTTTATTCATCGCGAACTTATTTCATTTTCAGTCGATGATAATATGAGATCAATACCTAACATAGCTGACGGTCTTAAACCATCTCAAAGAAAAGTATTGTATGGTTCAGAGGAAGAAGGTATTTATAAAGAAGAAATTAAAGTATCTGAATTACAAGGTGCAGTTTCGAAAAGAACTAAATATCATCATGGAGAACAGTCAATGACTGAAACTATAATAAAAATGGCACAAAATTATGTTGGAAGTAACAACATAAATTTATTACTTCCCAATGGTCAATTTGGTACAAGATTAAGTGGAGGCAAAGATAATGCAAGTGCACGATATATCTTCACACAACTCAATCAATTAACTAAATATATTTTCATACAACATGATTTTGATGTATTGCAACATCAATTTGAAGATAATAAAATGATTGAACCAGTATTTTATGTACCTGTAATTCCAATGATTTTAGTTAATGGAACAGAAGGTATTGGCACTGGATATTCAACAAATGTTCCACCATGTAATCCAAGAGACATTCATGAAAATATTATTAGAATACTTAATGACCAAAAACCAAGATCAATGAAACCTTGGTATCGTCATTTTACAGGAACAGTAGAAAAAATAGATAATAATAAATATATTTCAAGAGCTAAATATGAAATTATAGGAAATGACACTATTCATATTACGGATTTACCAATAGGTACTTGGACTGATGATTATAAAGCATTCCTGGATAATTTAATAAGTCAAGGTACTCTTCAAAGAGCTGAAGATAAAAAAGCAGCAAAATTAGCTGAAACTGAAACAAAAAAAACTGGATCAAAGAAAAATACACGAGCTAAAAATAGTAAATCTTCTAAATACCTTGCCAAGAAGAGTCAAAAGAGTGCCACAGCTAAAGTAGCTAAAAAGAATCCTGTAGCATCAGCTATTAAAAATTATGTAGAAGATTGTACAGAAATTCGTGTGAGCTTTACAATTACATTTCATCCTGGAAAATTATCACAATTAATTAAACAAGGTGAACTAGACAAAGGTTTAAAACTTATATCTCATATACGACTGTCAAATATGCACTTATTTAATGAACATGGTAAAATAAAAAAATATAATTCATATACCGAAATTTTGAATAACTTTATTCAAATAAGACTTGATTTATATCAAAAAAGAAAAGACCATTTACTTGGAAAATGGAAAAAGGAAATGGATATGTTAAAATGGAAAGTAAAATTTATTGAATATGTTATTGATGGAACAATTATCATTTTCAAGAATGGTAAATCTAAAAAGAAAGAAGAGATTATGAATAAATTAGAAGAGTTAAAATTCCCTAAATTTATAACTGGTGTTGAAAAAAATCCAAGTTATACTTATATAACTTCGACAGGTCTATTTAATTTAACATTAGAAGAAGTCGAAAAACTTAAAAAACAATTAGCAGATAAAAAGGAAGAAATTGCAACTCTTGAAGCTAAAACTCCAAAAGATATTTGGATTGAAGAATTAGATTTATTCATCGAAGCATATGATAAATGGGAAGCTGAAACAGATGCTGATTATGAAGCTTTATTAAATAATCGTGTCAAACCTAAATCAAGAAAGGCAAAAAATAGTACTTCTGTTGAAAAATAATTTGATCATAATTTAATTATAAAATATTTAAATTATGATTTAAATAATTTCATGATATATATGAAGAATATTAAAAATATGAATAATTTATCAAGATTTTTTAATCACAAGGAACAAAATAATATATTCAAACCAAATTTTAATAATGTTTTTAAAGAATCATATATTGTTGTTGATTCATCAAAACGACAGAAAGAAACCATTAATAATTATGACAAACTTTATAATTTACAACCTTATGCTTTATCATTCACAAACAATAGTAGTATTATTAAAATAAATATGCCTTTTCATAATTTTAAAATTGGAGATTATTTAAGTGTCAATAATATTGTTTCAAAAATGGTATTTTTAAATAACGTTATTTCAGTAAAAAAAAATAGTAAATATATGAGAATTAATCATATGGGTCATGGTTTATCATTATATGGTAAATTTAATCCAGATAATAATACTGAATTTAAAAAAGTGGAGTACATTGATAAATTACCAACCAATTATTTAGAAAATGATATTATACCTGACATAAATAATAATTTATATATTCTCAAAAAATCAAAAAATATTTTACAAATATCTTTATCTGGAATATGTGGAAATAATTACAATCGAGATTTTATTGGAAATATACCTGTTAATTTTTTAAATACTTCTTTACATGATGTATATTTAATATTTCGCGAAGAAAATGGTAAATTTCAACATGATCCAGATAATTATTTAATTAAGTTAGATAAAAAATCATCGATTAATTATTCCGACAATTTAAATTTTTTAAAAGATATTAATGATAATAATACCACCAATAAATCTACCAATACTATTTGTGTTAAATTTTATAATATATATGGCATTCCTCTTTCATTATTTAATCCATCTAATTATTTTGAAGTCATGTTAACAGATAATAACTCTTTTAGTATTGATATTGAACATAAAGCTATTGTGGATCCAAATTATTCTTTTTATAATTTTAGTGATATTCAATGCGACAATTGTAATTATAATGAAATAATAAACAATAATATGGGAGGTGGACCCATGCCTTATGTACGTAAAATTACACAACAAATAACTGGATACCCAAACCCTAATAAATATATTTATAAATTAGATCGTGATTATAAAAATATTATAAGTGCACAAATAATTAGTGCCACATTTCCAAATTTTCAAAAAGAAATTACAGAAAACAATAATAAACTTTATTGGAGAAATTTAGATAATAAACATATTTATAATATATCTATTGAACCAGGTAACTATTCACCACAGAATTTAGTAGATGTTATTCAACAAAAATTAAATTCTGTAATAAATATTAAATATTGTCGAAATAAAATTAATCCGTTGAATAAATATGATAAATACGGAAATTATAAATATCATATTTTTAATGTAGATATAAATTCAAATATAGATCAAGTTATTTTTTCAAGTTATAAAGAAATTGAATTAAATTCAAATAATACAATTATAAATATACCAAATAAAATAATACAACTAAATTTATCAAATAATTTATTAAATGTATTTAAAAAATGTAATAATATATTTGCATTATTTAGTGAAGAAAGTGTTAATTGCTATACAAAAAATAATTTATATAAATTATTGTCATCAACAAATTATTCTGTTGGCAAGTTAAAATTAAACAAAAAAATATTAATTAATTACAAAAATATTATTCTTTCATCAAATACAACAACTTTATTTAATAATTTTAACTATACAATTGATGTAATTAATCTATTGAATCATAATTTATCTATAGGTGATATTATTATAACAGATAAAATAATAAATAAATATACCCAAAACAATTATATATATGAAATATGTGAAATTTTAGACTCAAATAACATCAAAATTAAAAAATGTACACCCAACAATTTTATTTTTATATTAAATAACGAAATTATTAATATATCAATGGATGATAATATAAATAAATTAATAGAGAACGAAAATATTATAATTAATGAAAAACATACAATAAATTATAATGACATTATGATAATAAATCATCCAAATCATGAATTTGAAGAAAATACACAAATAATTATTTCTAATTCTCATTCAATAAATAATGTTCCATTTTTTATTATTAACAAAAAACATAATATTCATAAAGTTTTAAATAAAGATCAATATTTAATATATTTAGATAATTATGATCCAATTAATTCACAAAACAAAACAGATTTTTATTCAATCAGAATAAAATATCCAAATAAATTTCAATTATTATTTACTCATGATGATACATTAGGTAATGTACTAAATTTTAACACAAATAATAATACTTTAATAACACCTTATAAAAATATTATATCTAACAAAGATAATTCAGGAGAAAAAAAAATAGGAATGAATCAATTTAGTTATTTTTACATCACGTGCCAAAATTTTAAATGTTTTGATAATACAAAACCTGTAGATAATGTATTTGGTATTATTAAATTAACGGATACAACTCGTAACAATAAATATTTAGACGAATCATTCATATCAGGTGAAAAAATATTTGAAACGCCTTTAAATTCTTTAAATGAATTGGATATCGAAATGAAATATCCAAATAATGATCTTGTTGAATTCAATAATATGGATCATATGTTTGTCATTAAATTAATAGAAATTAATAGTCAACCTTTTAATGTTAACATTAGTGGTAAATCAAATTTACAATTTATAAATTAATTTAGGTAAATAACTTAATTTATAAAAGTAATTGTAATATTTTAATTAATTTCCAGGTATTTAATAAATATCGTTCATAAGCATATTGTGATAATCCAATATGATAAATAAAATTTTGATATGTATTTGAAATAAATGGTACTATATATTCTCTTGTATTTTGTATAATTAAAGAATCATTATTTAACCCAATTAAAGTATTTTGTTGGATAATTTGGATAATGGGTAAATATAAATCGTTATCATTTGTGATATTTTTGTCAATATCATTAGCATTATTATATCTTCTACTATAATATTTATAAGCTAAACCAGGTAATACATCGTATAAATATTGATCTAATGTCAATCCATTGTATTGAGCATTTAAAATACTATCAATTATTTGAGAAGGATTTGAAGTAAATGTGTTAAGAGGATCCATTTCGGTTAAACCTGTAACCACTTGGTTAAGTATTATATTTCTAATTGTTGGAGTTAATATTAGATTTATTAAATATATTGTTTGACGTGCTTCTTCTTGTAAAATAGGATTATCATCTAAATTATCTGGGTATTGATTCTTTGATTGTATATAATTTTTTGTTATTCCATAAAAATTACCAATTATATTTAATTCAGTATTTGTATCATTATCATATTTACCATTAATTATTTTGTTAAGATTTATATTTATTATTTTATTAAGTAAAGAAAAAATTATACTTGGTGTTGATGTAATATCTTTATTCAAATAATCGTCCCAAATTGTTAAATATAATTGATTATTATTGCCGATTCTTTTGAATGACATATTATAAAAATCAATTAAAGTTAAATTTCTATCTTTTATTCTCTCATCAATAGAACGAACCACAGATTGATAATTAGAAATTAATGTATTATCATAAGTTACCGGATTAATAATTTGTGTTGCAATTTTAGATTGAATATTTTCAATTCGAGGTTCGAGTGATCTTATAATATTGTCAATAAATAATATTTGTTCAGGATCCGTTGTTGTTCTCTTCTCTTTGATTAAATTAGTAATTTGATTTTTTAATAAATCAATTTGTTTATTATAGGCATTAATTTTACCCTGGTTAGATTTATTAATCGTATTAGTGGCTCTTATTGTTGGGTCTTGATTTTCAAGTGCATTTAATAATTTAGTAACATCATACACATTAAATAAATCAGTTGGATAAATTTTTGAATCAAGATTAAAATATTTTTTGAATAATAATTTTATGGAATTTTTAAGCTCAAGATTAAAATCATATCTATAATTTTCTAAATATATATGAAAGAGGTGATTAAACATTAATAAATTTATTGGTATTGCTAATGTAATATTTTTTACAATATTATTCTTAAATCTATCTTCCTTAAGTCTACTTAATAATAAATCATTAAAAGGTATAACAAAATTATTAATAGTATCAATAACTAATTGACCATCAGTATATTTTACATGTTCCAATAAATTTTCAATGGAAATATCTTTTGGATTTTTATTGTAAATATTTGTAAATGTTTTATTGGCTCCTCTTTGGGTTAATAATTCTACAATTTCTGGTTCAGTCATAGAAACAGCTATATGTAATGGAGTGTTTCCATCAGAATTTTTTGAGTTAATATTTTCACCGGTAATTAATTTTTTAATTACCTTTGGATTAATATAATAACAAGTATTATTAGAATTTGATTTTGATGTGTAATCAATATTTTGAAGATAATTAATAAATTTCTTTTGAACTGGACCTGTTGTATATTTTATATTGTCTGGATTTAGTTCAATTTGTGGTAATCTGATATCAATTTCTTCAGGATTATTTTCAAGAAGATTATTAATATTCGGTTTATTAATTTGATCAAGGGATAATTTTTGGAAATATTCATTTTGGATAATATTGACTAATCCATTATTAATTAAACTTGATAATTTAGCATCAGTCCTTGTATATTGATATATCCAATTTGTTATAGTTTGTCTCAAAGAATATTCTAATATATTATTTAGAATATTATCGGTTTGTTTAGCAATTGCAGCATATGATGCCACATTTGATAATTCCGCAAGATTATTTCCTGGATTAACACGTTGAATTTCATCTCGTAAATTTTGCGCATCAGTAGATGTGTCATTTACAAAATATTGCACAACTTCTTCAACTATACGTTGTTTTATCATTTTGGTATATCTTGGTAGAAAGTTACGAATAGAAGCAGGCATACCATTTAACCACTGGTATCTAAAATAATCAACAATATATGCAATAAATGCATCGTGATATGTTATTTGTGAAGGATTATTTTCTAAAAAATTCAACCATGCACCTTGAATAGGATTAATTATTGGTTCAATATCAAATATGGGGGTACCATTTCCTTGATCATATGCTATAGTATTTAATTGTAAATTTTCTCCATCAAAAGGAGAGTTTGATATTATGCCAGTTCTGTTATAACTAATCACATTTCTATAATTATCAAAATTATAATATCCATCTTCATCTGTTTCATCATCAATACCAAATATATTGTATCTTAATATATCTCTCTCCTGTTGTGAAGCATAATATCTTATTTCTGGTATTGAATATGTCCTAAAAATATTTACGATATCATTTAGATCTCTAATTTCTTCAAATGTGTTTGGTATATTTTCTATTGGAACTAAATTCATGTCAAATAAATTTCTTACGGCATTTTGACCAGGAATATTTTCAAAATCACGTCTTGATCTGATTAATTGATATGCACTATGATAATTCAAAAAATCTATAACATTATTATGATATCTTATTATCTCGAGAATATTTGTATAAATAACAGGTAATTGTGTATTTATTAATTCAATAAATCTATTACCAACCGTAATTATTCTATTTGTTTCGGAATTTGTAATATCTATGTATCCTGAAAAATCGTTTGTTCTATTATTAAATTGCGATAAAAGATTTTTTGTGGATATTAACTCAATGATTATAATTAATATTTGTTTTACAAGTGCTGGTAAAAATATTTGTGGTATGTAATAAATAGTTCTATTATTGATATTTGAAATAATATCAGCAATTATGTTATTTATTACGACTAAAAATTGTTCAACATTTAATATTTTTTGTTTTATGTTAATAAAAAAGTACCCGTAAACTTCGGTTAAAAATGTATTAGAATCAATAATTCTATTACGTAATTTAGTAAAATTACGATCAAAAACTTCATCTAATTTAATATTTCTGGTAATAATGTTAAATCTTTGAATTATATTATGACTTGGAATAATATTAGTTGTTCCAGGCGATATTCTGGCACCCCAATAACTTCTTACGGCATTTCTAAATTCTGGATTTGTAATAATTATATTTATAATTTCATTATTATTTATGATATTGGTTTCTATTATATGTCTCAAATTATTTAATCCAGCATATGTAAAAATATTTGGATCAACAATCAAATTATTAATTTGTTGGGTAAAATTAGTTGGAACTGAATTATATTGAAATCTTGCAAATCTTCTCATTAATGGATTACTTGAGTTCCATACATTTTGTTTTAAATCTAAATAAGGATCAACAGTGTCTTCATCCGCCACTATATTAAATTCGTCTCGCTCTGGTTCTGATGGCAATAATATATTCATTAAATATGCATCATCTAATGGACCAAATATTTGTTTACCATTTACTATAACATCATCATCACTTGTATCATTATTTAATCTATTCAAAATAGTATTAACACATGTTGCGACATATTTTTTAATTTGTTCTTGTGAAAATATTACCAGAATTCTATACAGAAAAATAATTTCTGGATAATTTTGAATTAATGTTTGACCACCACGAAGATTTAAATTTATTAATGTGTCAACATAATCATTCCAATTGTAAATATTTTGTGCGAATATATTAGGATATATATCTACGACAACTCTTCTTGTAGTCAAATAATTTATTAATATTTCGATAACTCGGAATGCTTCTAATAATGTATATATTGTGGTATCAACACCTATCGGATTAGGATTAGGCAAAGGAGTATTAGGTAAAATAAAGTTATATCCTGTCGGTCTATTAACAGCAAATATATCATTATTAGGATCAAAAATTCGATTAACAGGTCCAATATCTGCTATTAATTGTGTTAACAATTGAAACCAACTTCTATTCCTGTCCTGAAATTGTGTACGCAAAGTTGTAAATTCAGGTATTAAGTTTTGATATTCTACTCGATTAAATATTTCAGTTAAAGGTCTATTTAATATCGTATCTCTTAAATTAATTTTAAATTGATCGGCATTTCTATTTGTAAAAAGATTCATTAAACGAACGCCAATACAACTATTATATCCTGTATTTAAAAAATTAACATCTCTATCATAATAATTTATTACTTCATTTAAAGTGTCATCATAAATTGATGTATTTGTTAATAATCCAGTTCTAAATATATGACTTAATGTTGACCCATACAAGGTATCTTCACGATTAGATTGTGGAATAAACCCACGTCTCGAAACAATTCTAAATTGATTTTGACTCATTAATGGAAAATTAGCCAAAACTTTATCTGCAAAAAATTGTCCATAATTTATTCTATAATTATTCCAAATTAACAAAAATAAAGTTTTTATCAAACTTAATCTTTCACCAAATAATATACCATTAATCGGTGTATCATTATCTATTTCTCTAGTTAAATCTAATGTTCCTCTTTGTGAAAATATTAAAGTATCAATTGTTAAATCAACATTAGCTAATGTTTCTGGAATAATTCTAGTAATATTATTATTTGTTGTAACAATATTGATATCTGTTATTGAATTTCTTATTCTATTATATTCATTGTCAATATCATTTCTAATTGTAACTCTATCTGTTTCCAATATTCTTTCCACAGCATTAGGAGGTCTCGCGGGTGTTTCACTTGGTATTAAAGGTCCCCAACCAGTATTATTAGGTCTAATATTGAGAGGAGAAATGAGACCAGTAAGTAATTCTTCATTTATATTAGCGTAAGTATTATTAATTAATTGTTCTAATCTAGTTTGTTGCGTTGTGGTATTTCCAGGATCAGTAATAAGATCAGAAAATATTTGAACGATATCACTTTGTAATCTTCTTTCAAAATTTTGTCCAGTATACATTTGTGGAATATTATTTATTGTGTTAATTAAATGTATTAAATTATCATTCAAAGTGAAATTTGAACTTAATTGATTCATAATATATCGATTAATGTGTGTTAAAGTATTATTAATGGGTGGTCCTTCTATTGGTTGAGAAGGAACAATAGGTCCTATTAATGAATTTTTAGGACAAGGTATTTGTTTACCATAAATAGCATATTGTAAAGGTGTATTATTTGAACTATCTTTTCTATTTGGCGAAACTTTTTTAGTCAATAAAAAATCTATTATTTTTTCTGATTGAAGAGTGGCAGCCAAATGTATTGGCCAAATATTATTATTATCTGGTAAATCTATGGGAGAACCCATCTGATATAAATATTCAAGAATTTCTAATTTTTTTCTGTTATTAGCTATTTTATCATCCAATTCTAAAATTGTATGGAAAGGTGTTTTTCCAGATGTAGCACTACTTCCTTTACCGCCTCTTTCAATGATATTATATTTATTTTTATTTTGAGCAACAAAATTTCTAATATTGTCAATATTTCCTGATTTCAATGTCAAGAAAAATTGCTCAATAATATCATCGGGAACATATTTTTCAGGATAATTAATAATAATTCTAGGTTGATATCTCGACATATTTTATTATAACTATTAACAATAAAATAATTTATTCTAATAAATCATATAAATTATTTATTAAATAATTTATATTTACCATTTTTATTAAATCATTTTATTGTCTATGGGGATCTTGAAAAGTCCAATCACCATTATTTTTTGTCCATAAATCATACCATCCTTGACTACATGCTGTTTTTGGTTGGCAAGTATTTTGTTTTACAATATGATTTCTTTCTGCATCCATAAAAAGATCACCATGTCTTTGCATATAATTTCTAAATTCATTAGGATTTTTAATTCCATTTATTTTTCTCATTGCTTCAGTAAGTTCATTACTAGAATTATAATTCGTTATAAATCTACCATCTGACATAATTGCGGGACATCCATCTTGATAATAAACATTATTAGAACCACGGTGACGATTTGAACATATTGAACATCCTGATCCATGATTTATTTTTAAATTTTTACGATATGTTTGTAAACAAGATGGACATTTATTATAATCATTATTATCATAACCACTTACATATACATAGTGACATAATGGGCATTCTTGTTTAGTATGAAGACTTGAATTTATCATTGTATTTGGTGACGCCATAATATATTATCGTTAGATAAGATTTTATACTCAAATTTTAGTATTATATTAATTTCACCAACAATCACATTAATAAATATATCACTAATATAATATATATATATGAATATTTGGGCTATTATAATTATTATTTTAATAATTTTACTTTTAATAGGATTGGCACTTTATGTATATTTTGAATTTATAAGAAATTCAAATAATACTCCTAATAATAATGTTCCAAGTAATAATACACCCAATAATAATGTTCCAAGTAATAATACACCAACAAATTGTCCGACATTTGGTGTCATATCAGGTATGGATATAACTGGATTCAATATGCCAAATACTGGTACAAAAATGACGCAACAACAATGCCAATCATCGTGCGCTTCTACTCCTGGTTGTAATTGGTTTAATTATGATACTACGGGTCAAATATGTTATTTAAAACAAGGAAATAAAAATAATTTTATTGTTACAGGTTTTAAAGTACCTAATCCAGTAACAGGATGTCCAGAATGGTCAAGATTATCAAATATTGATATAACAGGATTTGATGTGGGTAATTCTATAAATAATAGTACGGAACAACAATGTCAAGATCATATAACACAAAATAATTTACCATTTTATGCCTATGATAAAACGCATAGTATTTGTTATCCAAAAAATGGAAATTTAAAAAGCAATATGGTAACCGGTTTCCCTATAGTATCCCAATAAATATATTTATAAACCATTCTAAAATTAAATAACATTAATTAATATAGTTAACGTCAAATGTCTGGTTTTTCATGGTTTTTATTAGTTGTAAGTCTTCTAATTCTTTTATCCTTATTAGGATTAGCTGGATATTTTATATATAGAGAATTTAATAAACATGCACCTCAACCACAACCTATAAATCCCTCAGGAATACAACCTGTTGTTCCTTCCGGTACAAATCCTAATCCTAATCCAAGTCCCGGTCCAAATCCCAATCCTAGTCCAAATCCCAATCCTAATCCCAATCCTAGTCCAAGTCCCAGTCCAAATCCAGCGCAGTGTCAAGGATTTTCAATAATACAAAATATAGATATTCCAGTGACTCCATTAGGAGGAAGTGGAACTCAATCATCAGAGGCAAATTGTCAAGCACTATGTAATAATAATCCTAATTGTAATTTTTATAGTTACGATTCATTATTAAATTTTTGTGCATTAAGTGAGGGAACTCCGAGTAATACAATTGTTACAGGTTTTAAAAATAATATAAGAAATAATTCTGATTGTCCTACGTGGAGTCGAGTTAATATTAATATTCCAGGATTTACAACATCTACACATGATAATACTTCAGAACAACAATGTCAACAATTATGTCAAACAAATAATTGTGATTGGTATAGTCACGATGGAAATAATAATACTTGTACATTAAATATGGGCACAAGTATTAATCAATTTAATACTGGTTTCAAGATTAGATAATATTATAATATTATTATTTACAATCATATTATAATAAATTATTTTTTCGAATTACCAGGTTTACCTAATCTTGGTTTTGATGTGGTTACTTTTTTTTGCGGATTATTTACATTATTTTTTGTATTATTTTTTGTGTTATTTTTTGACGAGACTTTGTTAGGTTCCGAAAAAGAATATGGTGATAAAGGATCAGATGGTATGTCAGCGTATTTAATTGATTCTGATATACTTTTAATAATTTGTTCATCAATTTCACTTCCTGAATCTTCTTTAATAGCTTCAATACTAGTAGTTAATCCATCCATAATATTTTGATATTCACTTGAATTTAAATTATCATTTCCTAATTTTAATTGATTATTATTAATTATTTCATTAATATTAACTTTAACAGTTTCACTTTGATCTTTTGAAATAGAATCAAAAATATTATTATCAGAATAAATTGTATTTATAGGTTTAGTAGTTACATGTGCATAATTATTTTCATCTTGTTGATATTTATCATTATTAAATTTTTTTGTATTGTGATTTAATTTTTTTACAAGTTCATTGGCTTCTGTTTCTGTAAGATCGTCATATTTAATACTTAAATTACCATTTTTTTTTACCATATCAGAATGATATGTTATGGACATTATCGGAGATTCATTTTTAGAATCATATTTAGTTTTCCTGTTAATAAATTCTAATGATTTTTTATCTAAATCAGAAACTTTAGCTTCAACATTCATTATTTTTTGACAAGTTGGAACATAAAGTTTCTTGAGTTCAGAAATTTCACTATAAAAATAATAAATTATTAATAAACAAATTACAGCTCCTATGATAATTAAATAACTAGTTTTTATCATTGTTATATATTTGTATAAATTAAAATAAAGAAATATTTTTAACCTAAAATACTATATTAATTAAGTTATAATTTAGACATTGCTTATATTAATTTAATAAATTCATTATCTATTAAATTTTTTAACCAAAAGATATATTATTGTGATCAATAATATTACCAGTATTATATACATAATAATGATTAAATAAATATATGGTCTTATTTTCTCATTTATTATACCTGTAATGGGATCAACAATTTTATCCATTAATTTTTCTCTGAAACCATCCGTAGTTATTCTATCAAAAATGGAATTTAAAATTTTATCTGTCATGGGACCTATTCCTGTCTCAAATTTTATATTATCAGCATATTGTGAAATTGTAGGTATTATACTAGAATTCATCACTATATTTAGATATAAGATATTAATTAATTTGTTATTAATGTATTAATAATAAATTAATTAACGTTCTGAAGATAATATTACTTCATCTGATTGAAGATAACCATTTTCAGCCACTTGACTTCTTCTTGTTGTTCTTCTTGGATTTTTTTTTGAAGTTTCTGTTGAAGTAGTATCTGTATCAGTAGTATTTGTGGTTGTAGTATCATTTACATTATCAGAACTTGTGTTTTGATCTGTATTTCTTTTTTGTCTGGATCTATCTTCACGCGATTTTCTTATTTCTTCAATACGTTTTTCTCTGTATGCTCTACGTTCTTCCATTGTTTGTTTAATTTTATCCATATCAATATCATCTATTGCCTTTTGAAGTGTATCACGATCCGCAAATATTCTTTCCATTTCTTTAACTTTAAGTTCATCATTTCTTCTTCCTCGTAATTCTGGATTTTTATTTTCTATTTCTATTTTTATAGCTGCTCTATAAAATCGTGCAGTTTCTTCATCAACTCCTAATAAATCCATTATTTTATTTATAAATGATCTATATGTTTCATCTACGGCAGTGTTACGGGGTCTAGGTCTTGATTGATTAGAAATTGAATCTCTAAAATTTGAAATCTGTCTTGTATTAATATCAAGATCAATATCATCCTCATTGTCACTAACATCATTATTTCTTACTCTGAAAGCATTTGCAAAATATTCCTCATCATCATCGTCAAAAATATTATTTGATCTTCCACCAATAATGTTATTATTATTGTTATTCCTATTATTATTTTCTCCGCCCACAAGTCTTGAATTTCTTATAAATTCTTGTTCGTTTCTCAATCTGTCTGAATATTGATTTTGATTATAATTGTTTAATAATTTACTTTTATTAGTAGCAACAAAAGAATTATTTATATTTAAATTATTTTTATTTTGACCCAAATAAAATCTATTAAGATTCTTTATAGCCTCAATATTTCTTTTCTCTTGATCCAGTTGTCCTCCAGAGAATGTGTTATTTCCTTTCATATTATATGTTATATTAGATGATTTTTTTAAATCTGGAATAATTTGTCCAATTCTATTTTCCGCTTCTTTTGCTAATCTTGTTAAATTATTTGATGAAATACCCATGTCACCTAATGCTTTTTTTATTCCAGGAGAAATTTCTCCGAGTTTATTTTCTGCCATTTTAGTGAATTTTTGAAAATTTAATATGGCTTCATTATTAAGTTGGTTAATTTTATTATCATTTTGATTAACATTAGGATTATTTAGATTATTAGGATTATTTGGGTTTCTAAAATTATTTGGATTATTAGGATTATTTGGGTTTGTAATATTATTTGGGTTATTAAAATTACCTTGATTAGTTACTATTATTCTATTATTAGCATCTGGTACACCAGGATTTGCTCCCAATCTTTCTATTAAATAAGTGATAAAATCATGGTTACTATTACTTTTTTGAACAGATTCCATCGCTTTATGAATTGGTAATTCAGATTTATTATTGGGTGTATTTATTATGTTATGAGTAATTGCATTAGGATTTTGTTTTAATATAGATTCAAGAGCATTCTTATTTAAATTTGATGCAATAACATGCATAATTGTGTTACCATTTTGATCAATAGGTTGTGATAAATTACTGTTTGCTAATTTATTATATTGTCCAGTAAAATATAGATTTAAAAGATTATTATTATTTGTGTTATTTGATTGCATGGTCAAAATATATACTTACAGTAGATATTTTAAATTTAAGATATATTTTATACAAAAATTATGATTATATACTTAAAATGAGGTAATTTTATTAATGAACAATATAGGTTTCTAAATAATAATATCTCAAATTAATAATATAATCACGATGAATCTCAGTTGCAATAACATATTATTGATAATATTCGGTATTGTTGTTTTAGCCTTAATTATTTATTTTTTATTTAATAGGAAAGATCCTTTACCAACAACAAGAACAATTTCTCCTTTTGATAATTTAAAAAATCAACAAGTAAATATTCCTGTAAATTATAATCGTGATGAAATAAGTGATAGTGTTGTAGATACGTTATTATCTAAATATGATGATAATACTGCGAATATTTATGGTACTGATCCTCTTAATGATGAATATTCTCCATTTGATGATTATGTTCAAAAAAAAAGTATTAATATGAAAAATATGGATGAACCTTTTAGTGATGATAATATAGACCCGAGAGATTTTTGTTATAAGAAAAATAAATTCACAAAAAGAACCCCTGATGATATAAAAGATTTATTCAATGTTAATAAAATGTTACCTCAAGAAATTGAAGATGATTGGTTTGACGTTGAACCTTTACAATGTACCAAAAAAATAAAGGGTACACATTTAATACATCCCAAAGTACATATGGGAATTAATACAGTTGGTAGTTCTCTAAAAAACGGATCACATGATATTAGGGGCGATATACCTAATCCAAAAATAAATGTATCACCATTTTTAAATTCGACAATTGAGCCTGACACAAATATTAAAGGCTTCTGTAATTAAATTATTTTAAATATAATGAATAATTAATTATATTTCAAATAATTCTTTTAAATTTTTATTATTTTGTATCACCCAACAAATGAATTTTTCCTGAGATAAAAATTTAAACAAATTTGGATTATAAATTGGTAATTTTCCGCTCTTAAAATCAATTATTATTTTATCATACATGTCTATAATATTTTCAATAGCAATTTGTTTTTGATGTTGTATATTTAATTCTCTTTGGTATTCAATATCACTAAAATCTAGTCCAGTATTTTCATCCGTATATGTACTATAAAATGACATATCACTTATTAATATTTTATTAATTTAATAACATATTAATATTATTTATTCCTTATATATCTTTACGCATCATTAAGATATGATGTGTTTTTTGATAGGTCGACAAATGATTCAAACATTTCATCATAAACTAGATTATTATCCATATCAGATAAACAATTAAATATATGGTTAAGAATATATTTATTGTTATTGAGTTGTTCATAATTAAATAATTCTTTCCAATAATTATCTAATGATTCATATTCTTCAATCGACAAATAATTTTCTGTATTATCATTTTCAAGCCAGCGATAATTATTTACGTTTTGAGGTAAAATAGGTAATTCATATTTATTACCAGAATCATAATTATGAATAATTGACGTAAATGTATAAGCATTTTTTGGAAGTTCAGAAATTTCTATTTGTATTTTAGGTGAATTAATTTCATGTTCCAGATAAAAATTAATATTAAGACATTTTAAATCATTACCTGTTTTTTGATATATTCTGATAAAATCTTCATCATTATCTCTTTCAAATTTATTAAACAATTGATTAAAATCTTCAATAGTCATATTATTTAATTGATAATCGTCAAAATTAATATTATTTGTATTTAAATTAATAGCGTCATTACAATTTATATAATCTATATTTTTTATTGCTACAGGTGTTATAGGATTTTCGATCTTATCTGAAATAATGACATAGTATTCGCAATCAATTTCAACATCATAATAGTCAATAATTTCATCAATTAATTTTTCTATTTCAAAAAACATAATGGATGTTTTTGATGATAATAAAAGTATTTCTTGATGATTAATATTTTGAATGTTATCGAGTATATTTTTTAAATGATTTATATATCTTGTTACGACTGATCTGTATTTAAGTAATTCGTCATTAAATAAAAATATAATACCCATTAAATTACAATATTTATTTTGAACATTTTTTAAAATTTCCATGAAATCATTAGTATTTCTCTGCATTTTTCTTCCAGAAGTTAATAAATCGATGCAAGATTTATAACAATCTAAAAGTTGTTCAAGATCCATACAAACTTCAATACATTTTTTGCAATTATTTTCTTGGATACAGATTTTATCATATCCTAATTTATTTTTAAAATCTAATCCCTTTTTATAATTTATAAATTGCATTGAGTTCAATATATGAATTTTCCTGTTAAGAATAATATGTTGCATTTTTATGCGATAAATACCAAAATATTTATACATGTTTGTAAATTCATGATAAGGTATTATTAGTTTACCATCGATAAAATTATTTTTAACTGGAACCTGAACTTCATTTTCATTAGTTTTAACAACGTGACTATAATTCAATACGGAACAAATATTTTCTTCCAAAATTTCTTTGCGTTTATCTTCTGATTTTTTTTGAAGTGTTTCAATACTTTCACCCCTAGTTTTTCTATTTTTTCTTTTTTACGTGAATCATAAACAACAATATTTTGAGTATTATCTTCCATATTTTCTAAAACATTATATAAATTCTTTTGGGTTATAATAGATAGTCTGTTTTCTAATTGTTTTTTCATATTTTTGGGAATATTTTTAATAGAAAGATATTTTTTAATATCAGATTCAGACATATCCATTATATTTTTATTCATATTTAATACTTTTGATATATTAATATATATATTATCTTTTATACGAGAAAATATATATACAGCATATTAACAATTCAATTTTTTTTAATCCTTATTACCTTTTGTTCTTTTAAGGTAATATCTTTCATTAATAGGTCTTCGATCTTCTATCTTTTTAACAAGTTGAGATACGGCTTTTTCGTTTCGTATCACTTCCATAAGTGCATCGCGTATAATATCTTCTTTAATAGCTCCTTTAGTAACGGATCTATGTTTATATACACGACCTCTCAAATTTTCATCATTATCATGTATATCAATTTTCTTTTCTCCTATTTGAAGTTTATTTAACATTTTTAAAATAGTTTCTTCTTGTTGTTTTTTAGCTTCTTTATATTTTTTTGTTCTTGCATTAAGATCTTTAATCTTATCATCGTAATCTAACCAATGAATTATTTTATTTTTTAATCTTTCTCTTGTTTTGTTAGATAAATTTTCTTCTTCTTCATTTATTTTATCTTCATTATATTTTTCTGATTGAATTTGATTTTCAGAATAATAATCGTTTTCTTCTGTATAAAAATCATTTTCATTAAAATTTTCTATGTTAGAATTTTCTTCACTTTTCCGTTTTGATTTGTGATTTTTATGTTTATTTTTTTTTGAACCATTTTTATTACTAGATTTTCTATGTTTTGACATTTATCTAAATTATATCATGAAATTTTTATATTTTTACGAATCTCATTAAAAATATCTATATAAATCAAATCTTATTTCAATACTTGGATTATAAATAAATCCAAATGTAGGCATAAAAATTCTTGCCATATCAAGCGGACTTAAACCCACTAAATTTAATTTATAATATGGTAAATAAAAATAAATAAATTTTGTAATAGGTTGTAATGGAAATCTAAAACAATCAGATTCTGAACTACTTTCAGTATCAGAATCATCACTATTTCTTTTTCCACCAGATTGTTTATCAATTTTATTTACATTATTAATTAATTGTTTTTCTAAATCAGCCGGGAAATTTTTATCAAGTTTTGTCATTTCAAAATCAACGGCACCATTTTCATCACGTCGTTCTCCTATTTTAAAATGACTTAATTGTCCAGTTTCAACATTTTGTAAAGTCATATAGAAATCATCAACATGATTTGTAAAATAATTAGATATAGTATTATATAGTTTTTTTCCTGCACTGAATGAATTTCTTGCTTTGACGACAGTATCCATTGTACCTTCGATATATGGATTTAATAAACGGTATGTATTTTTTTCAGACATTTGTATTATATAATATACAAAATATTTTTTCTGTAATTAGATAATTATATCATTATTTCGTGATTTTAAAAAATTGAATAAATATTACGTTCAAAAAAATTAAATAATTTAAAGGATAATAAACTAATATATTTAATGTCCAAATCACACAAAAAAATTTCAAAAACATCATCCAAAGAATCTAAAAAGGAATCTAAGAAGGAATCCAAAAAAGAATCTACTACAGTTAAAAATGAAGTAAAAAAATCCAAATCTGATAAAAAAGATAATAAAATACTCGAAATAAAAACTACACAAACTGGACCATTAAAACAAGTAGTGGAACGCATAAGTAATGTCATTTCAGATTGTTGTATCGTTTTTATACCTCCTGATAATGATGATGATGAACCATCTGAAGACGATGATTATATTGAGGACGGGGAAAGTGATTCTGATGATTCTTCCAAAAAAAAATCCAAAAAAAATCATCAAAAAAAAGTTCCAAATCAAATAGCAAGAAAAAAAATCCTGGAGGAATACGTATTTTAAGATTAACAGAAGATAAAAGTATTTTAATTAAATTAGTACTTAATGCTTGTAATTTTGAATATTTTCGTTGTGATGAGCCAAAAATTACTATTGGAGTTGATATGCATATACTCCATGGTTTATTAAAAATGATTAATGATGATGATCCAATTATTTTATATATGAAACGAGATTGTAGGAGCACATTATATATAAAAAGCTCTAATGAAAATAATGGAAATGATAACAGTGAAGAGACAGAAATTGAGTTATCTCTTATGGAAATTCCAAATCCTGAAATGCCAGTACCCACGACGCAATTCCAAAATAAGATAACTATGAAGTCAGATAAATTTCATAATATTTGTAAATATCTTAACAATAATTCCACATTTGTTGAAATTAAATCAATCAATAATGAAATAATTTTTGTTGGTAAAAATGAGGGAGGAAAAGTTACAATGTCCTGTAGAGATACAGAATATAATTTTAAAGATAAAGATCCAAATCAAGTAGTTCAAGGAATGTACGAGTTAAGAAATTTACTAGGTTTTAGTAAATGTAATAAATTATGTAACACAATTGAATTATATCTGAAAAATGATTTTCCACTTGTTTTAGTGATATCTGTGGCAACGTTAGGCAAAATGTATGTTTTCTTATCTCCGATAGACAATGGAGACAATTAATTTAATATTATAATTTAATTATGATATTAAACTAGTTGGTCAAATTTTGCAAATTATTTTTTTCCTGTTCGATTAATTTTATTTTTTCTTCAAGTTCTTTTTTTTCTTTTTCTAAATCTTTGTTTTTTTCAAAAAAAGATTGCTCTTGTATTTTTATTTCAGACTCGTATTTTTTTATTAATTTTTCCTTTTCTTGAATTTTTTTATTTAAGTTAATTTGATTAATTTTATTTTGAATATTATTTAAAATCTCATTACAATCATCAATATTTAAACCTTCTCTTTTAATTATATCATTTAATTCAATTTTATTTTGTTCATATTCATATTTTCGTTTATTTTTTATTTCTTCAATTTCTTTTTCTAAAATATTTTCCCAATTGTTTATTGAATATAATAAATTATCCAAATTATTTTTATGAGAATTTATAGTATTCATTATATTATTCAAATCATCAATATTCGATAAATCAAGCGGTGTTTCTACTTTTTCAATATGTAGAATACATTTTTTAGGAAAATTATAAAATTTAATAGATTTATACATAATATAATCTAAATTAGTTACATCGTCATTAAATTCACCATGGCATGATGTACACCAAATACCTGTATCACAGACAGAAATTTCTTGACGACATTTATAACCGTTACATTCAGTTATTTTTAATTCAGTTGGATTGTATCTAAAAAATACATCATAAAATTCATAATCTTCCAAATCATAAACGATATATTTTACTGGTTCATCATCTTGAGCGTAAATAGTGAAATATATTCTATAAAATATATTAAAATATTTACCCTCAATAATTTGCATAATTGTGTCAGTTATACCAACACATACACAACACGTACCATTGTAACTATTTAAACTATTTCTATCAATATCCAGTAATTCCGAAATATTTTTTTTAATATCATCATTACAAAAAACTAAAAATTTAATATTTTTTATTTTATTTAAATTACTATTCGTAAAAATAGTGTAATAATCTTTTAAACTTGCCATAATAATAGTAATAATATTATTACTATTATTTATATAAATAAATTTTCATTTTTCAAAAAGTCATATTTTTTTCAACATCTTCAATTAATAAGATAAATTTATCCACAGAACCACCTTTATCTGATACTAAATAATTTATAATATTTTGATTATATTTTTTCTTTGAATTCATTCTTTCAAGATAAATATTTATTTTATTTTCAATCCTATTAATTCTATCCTGAAGAATATCAATTTTATCCTTTTCAGTGTGTAAATATGATAAAACTTTTTTTAATGAATCATTATTTTCATAATCAACTGGTTCTATTATTTTTTTTATATAAAATACAGAATTTTTGGATATTTTTGAAAAATCAATTTCATAAAAAATCAAATCCCATAAATTTTTTGCGTTAAAAAATATACCATTACATTTTTTGCACCATTTATTTTCCACAAATTTTTTATCACCACAAGAAGAATCACATTCATATTCTATAATATCTTTTGGATATGTAGTAAAATAATCTCCATAAAAATTGCAATTATCAAAATTATTTGTTTCTTTTGGTAATAAACCATTTGGATCATTTGGATTATTTGATGATCCTAAATTAATTAATATTCTATATTTAATTAATCTTACAGGTTTATTTTCAAAAAATTCACAAATATAATTTGATTCATATGTTACCAGTAAACTTTTTTCTGGAGTATAATCTGATATATCTATTGAAAATAATTTCTCCAAATAAATTAAATCATTATTTTTATTTGTCACATGCTCATATTTTATAAATTTAGTATTATTTAAAGATAATTCATTACAATATGTATCGTAATTTCCTATATTTTCCATATGATATTTTAAAGATAATTTGTGATATGATTTATACGATAAATATAATATTATATGTGAATATTATATAAATGGTAAGTATTTTCCACGTTAGGAATTTAATATTATTATTAGTTTTTTTTGTCGCAGTTTGGATGATATATAATTATTTGTATGCAAGTAAATATGGTGATATTTTGGATAATATTAAAGTTATGGAAGTACCACATTCTGTTAAATGTTTCTTTGGTGAAAATACTTGTGAGCAAGGAGATATAAATGGATGGTCCATGTTACAAGCATTTTTATATTTTATCGTGGGTTTAATTATACCAAACAGATATTTATTAATAATAATAATATCCATTGTTATTGAAATAATAAAACCTTTGTTTGGTATGACTCCGAGGTATATTATTTCACCATTACTTAATTTGACCGGATACATTTTAGGTTCATCATTAAATCCTATGACCAAAAAAAATAACTTGGCTGAAAAATATAAATTATTAACTAAATAAATTATTTAATTAATAAACTACTTAATAATTTTTTTTATATCTTTTTTCATAACCAGAAAAACCACCGCGGGAACCTCTATTATTTCCTCTTGTTGAATTCAATTTACTAATAATATTTTGTTCATTAAAATCTTTTTTTTATTGTTTTGTGAATACATAATAGATTCATGTTTAATCTTATCCAATATTTCTACAGGTAAAATATTAATAAATTCATCACGCGTTCTATTAGATTTTCCATCCCATATTTTTATATAAGTGAAACTATTAATATTTTGTTTAGCAGTTGCATTAAAATTATATGCATCAGAGATATAAGATACTGTAATACCATTAATATTATCCATGTCATATTCATTTAATGTTTCTCCAAGAATATACATAACAAATAAACTCCAAACTTCATATCCTTTCAAATGATTCATCTTAACCGTAAAAGTTCCGCCATTGGAATTTCTAGGATCTTCCCAAATGGGTTCAATTCCTTTTCTCATAATAATATAATCATTCACATCTAAATTTATTTTTTTTTCATTTCCTGTTAAAACTTTAGATTTGTTGGTATTTTCACAACTCATTAATTTCAATATGTAAATTAAATCATTTACAGTGGTAATAGTACATAATGCTCTATGTGGTTTTGCCTGAAAATTGGCACGATTGGCAATTTTTTTAAATAGTTGTTTGTCATATAAATATAAAACCCACTCATTGGGTAATTTTATATCAGTTAAAGGTATATCTTTAGGAATACTATCTTTATGGGTAACTGTTAAATCACTACTCATTTACCTCCTAACTTAAATAATTATATTATCTTTATATTTCTTGTATATATTGTTGACTTTTCAACTTTTTAAAAAAAATTGACGGTATAAAAAATATACGCATTAATACTATTATTACCAAATTATAATGTCTCAACTAAAAAAATTCAGTATTGTGGTTGCTGTTAATAATGATAATTTAATTGGTACATGTGAATATGGAGAATATGGTATCCCTTGGCCATATTTACGTCAAGACATGAATTTTTTTAGAAAAATAACTACAACAACAAAAGAAGAATATGAATTAAATGGTATTATTATAGGTCATAATACTTGGAAAACATTAAGTGATGCTTATCGTAAAAATAAAAAAAGGTATAATATTGTTGTAACACGTGATCCTGAACCAGAAGATATTTCAATTAATACTAAATTTGTTAATTCATTTGAAGAAGCTGTCACATATGCATCAAATTTGGATAATGTTTATAAAATTTTTGCAATTGGTGGTTCTACCATTTATAGTGCAGCTCTTAAACATCCAAATCTAGAAAGTATTTATTTGACGCATGTTAAAAAATCTTATCCGATAAATGTTGAGAGGTATATTTATTTTCCAATTAATCATGATCAATTAAAAGATGCCATTAATTTAAATCTTATGGAACTAGAATATGAAAAAGACGAATATGATAATACAAAAAATATTCATTTGTCATTTAAAAAATATAATATTTTATCAAATAAATTTATGGATGTGTATTTAAATAAATACAATCAAGAAAATAATATTACTGACATACCAAGTTCTAAAAACGAAATTAATTGTACTTTTGATAAATCTGACGAGTATCAATATCTTGACTTGGTAAATAAAATTATGAATGAAGGTATCATAAAAAATACAAGAAATGGTAAAACAAGATCAATATTTGGCTATCAATTAAAATATGATTTATCCAAGGGATATCCAATCCAAACAGTTAAAAAATCTTATCCTAAAGCTATATTTGAAGAATTAATGTGGATGATAAGAGGCAGTACTGATGTTAATGTTTTACAAAAAGCCGGTGTTCATATTTGGGATAAAAATTCATCACGTGATTTTTTAGATAAAAATGGTCTGGATTATGATGTAGGTGATATAGGTCCTGGATATGGTTTCCAAATGAGATATTTTGGTGCAACATATGAAAATTGTAAAAAAGATTACAGCGGGCAAGGAATTGATCAATTAAAAAAATGTATCGAAGCAATTAAAAATAATCCGACAGATAGAAGAATTATTATTAATTTATGGAATCCAGTGGATATTAATAAAATGGCACTTCCTCCATGTCATATTTTATATAATTTTGGTGTAGATGTTTATGATTTACCAACATCCGATGGTAAAATAGGCAGACTCAATTGTCATTTAATGCAAAGAAGTTGGGATGTATTATTAGGATGGAATACAACTACTGCGGCTCTCCTTACATATCTTTTAGCCCATCATTGTAATTTGGAACCTGGAATACTTGTTCATAGTATTACTGATGCCCATTTATATCAAGAACATATTGATTCAGGAGCCGTTAAAAAATTACTGGAAAGAACTCCAAGAAAATTACCAACATTAAATTTTACAACAAAACGGGAAAATATTGAAGATTATACATTTGATGATTTAATGCTTGAGGATTATTATCCTTGTCCTGCTATTTTTGCTGAAATGGTGGCATAAATTAATATAATATAATTTAAATTGTATCATATTAAAAAAATTGAATATTAAAGCCAAGTATTAACAATAATAATTAATCATAATAATTATGGAAAATATTAATTATGATGAATTAATTTATATTGCGAAAAAATCAACTAAATGTAATCGTCAAGCTCGAATATTTAACGGAGAAATAATTCCTAATATCGCAAATATTGGTGCTAAAAAAGGTGATTTTGCAAAACTTGAAAGACAAGGAGAATATTATGGAATATGTGTGGAAATTTTAGAAGATGTTAAACAACTTCTTACCGACAAATTAGTTATTAAAATTCTTGACCTATTAAAACAAGAAAATTACAATACACCATTAAATATATTGGGATTGACGGATTTAGACGAATTGCATTATATATTACACAAATGGTTTGAATGTGGGACAACAAATTATAACGATTCTTTAAAAAATTATAGTAAAACATACGAAAAATATGATAATTGGATAAAATGTGTTAGATCAGATACATTACCTTGTAGGATAAAGATAGTAGAAATAGGATATAATGAAAAAACTGGTGCTTCCGTTTTACCACCAGAATGGATTGATCATGAATTTGAAAATGGTTTTGTGGCCCACAAAGAAATGGATAAATTAGAAACAAGAAATGGAAAACCACCAGTTACATATGCCATTATTTATTCAATGATAATACAAAAAAAAGAAATAATATATAAAGATCCTACAAAATTATTATACACAACTATATTTTATTTACATTGTGAAAAAGATGGAAATATTTTCTCCGAAATAAAATTATTTAATAAAAATAATATACCCAAAAAAAATTACGAATATATTAAATATAATGATATTTTGATTGGATTCAAGAAAGATAAAATATTTGAAACCAAAACTGATGAAGAAAATTCTAATCCTCGTGAAGTAGGAATTCTTGTATCAAGACTTCAAAAATCCATAAGAAGAGGAAGATATGGTGCAAAAATATTAAAAGAAACCATAAATAAACTAAATTCAAGTCCAAATTATAATTTACCTGAACATGGTTTTTTACGTGTTAGTTCATGTAGACAACTTGTTTGGAGATTGTTTATTTCAATTTTAGAAGATTGTCGTCCATACTCTATTGAGGAGAATAATATAGGTGAATTAGATTTATTAAATTTACTCTTATTAGTTTTAATTTCACAAAAATGTCAAGAGTATAAATTTAATAAAATAGTTTTAAAATCAATCATAATTACGGCTTTATTAGCTCAATATAATGATACTCCTAATGATTTATTTAATTGGAGAAAATTACCTGAATCAAAATCAACACCAATAATTATTAAATCAAAATATCATTCCGCATTATCTTTAGCTATTGAAAATGTGACAATGATGACAGGCGATAAAAAAATGTTAAGAAAATTATATTCCGCAAAAAATAATTTTAAACCATTTAATTATCCTAAAATTAAATCAAAAATATTAGATTCGTTTAATTATTTTGATGAAGAAATAAATAATAATATTATTTATAGCAGTATTGATCATCATTCAAAACCGTATATTTTATTATATTATCAAGCTTGTATACCTATTTCCATGTCAACAAAAGACATATCTTCGTACATATGGAAAATTTCATCAAGTTACAATATCAGATCCAATAAAAAAATGCCAAAAGAAGATAAAATATTACAAGAAATACAAAAATATTTATATAATGGATTTGATAAAAAAATATTTGTTCAACCACATAATATTAAAGAACCAAAAATAAAAGAAATTAAACCTGATAATAATTCAAAAAGAAAAAGTTTTTTGATCCTATTTGGAAATAAATATAAATATAAAAATTGTGATGCCGTATTAGCAGGAACAAATAAAAATCCTGTGAAATTAAAAGTAAAAAATGAATGGAAATATACAAATGATCCAGATATAATTAACAATTATCCAACAAAATATATTTATACCAATCGTATTGATCCACCATTTGGTTTTAGGTGGAATAAATTTAAATTTTGTACAGAAATTATTAATGGTAAACCTTTTATTAATGGAGATCAAATAAAATTTTTTGATGGATCAAGTTCTTTGGATTCTATAACTCCTGATATTAAAAAGAAATGTAATTCTTCCACAAGAAATTTAGTAATGGAATTTTTATCAGGTATGGATATTAATTTTCAGACAATAATAAATATGAGAGAAAATCATAAGTCAGAAATATTAAATTGGATACCTGAAGAATCAAATTATCATAAGTTAAATTATGATCTAATAAAATCAGTTTATACAAAAATTTTTAATCAATTTAATAATATTATAATGATTGGTCCATGTGATCGCGGTGGAAATAAAATGCAAAATTCTATCAATTATTATGTTGAAGGTAAAATTTGGGCTGTTTTTAATTTGTTACATTATTTATATCCTCTTACAATAATACCAAGTGGACCATTAAATTTTAAAATAAATAAACATACACCTGGTTATATACATTTAATAACAAGTTTAAGAAATATTTTATTTTTTAATAAAAAAGAAGATAAGAAATCTATTAAACCAATAAAAAATTTACCCAAAATTATTACAAAACTTTGGGATCATCAGCAAGAATCAGTAAATACTATTTTGAATGGATTTATACAAGGTCAACATGGATTTGGAGACGCTAGTGATGTAGGAAGTGGTAAAACTTTGACATCATTAAAAATAGCCACTGAAATTATAAAAATTAATAATACCTGCCATACAGGAATTTTAGTATTACTTCCAGGAAATAAGTTAATAAAAACTTGGGAAGATGAATTAAATAAACATACAAAATATTTTGATATTAGATTCCAAAAACCATCAAAGATCATTGAAAATATTCAACAAAATACTATAGTAATTACTACATTGGGAAGAATAAGAGATAATCCAATAAGTCATAAATGGTTACTTGTCATAATAGATGAATGTTTAAGTGTCCAGAATAAAAATGCATTACAAACGGAACAAGCATTTATACAAAGTTTAATGTCAAAATATTTAATAATGATGTCAGCTACATTTTTTAGAAATAGATTTGATAAATTATATTATATGTTAAAAATGTTACAGTCAGGATTACCAGAATCAAGACAATATCTTGATGCAATATTAATGGAAACAATTGTTTGTAAAGTTCCAATTAATAATAAAAAATGGTCCTCTAATATTAATTATTTTGAATTAGATAATGAGACAAGAAATATATATAATGAAATAAATAATAAAGATTTGAGTCTTGAAATTAAATATTCAAAATTAACATCATATTTAGTATCTGACAACAAAGTCAATAATTTAATAACTAAACAATTAAAAACTTTAATAAAAAAACTTGAGGAGAACGATAAACGATGTGTTATTTATGCTAGATCAAATGAGGAAGCAAAAAATTGGTCAAAAAAATTAAAAATTCCTCTTTATCCTATTAAGGGTACACATACAATTGTAACATATCATGATGGTACTTATGGATTAAATGATTTAGTGACTTATAATACAATAGTCATGAGACCACCAACACCTGATACATTGCCTCAAATAAAAGGAAGATTATCAAGACCAGGACAAGAATCTGATGATTTATTTATAGAATATTTTATAATAAAAGATAGTATTGAAGAAGGATTAATATTAAGAATGAATATTGCATCTAAATTTTTACATCAATATATTATGCCTCTTTCTAAATTTTATGATGTATCTGTCAATTATTCAAAATATTTGGAAAATTAATTTTTTATTGTAATAATAAAAAATTAATTAAAACCAATATCATTCATAGATGATGTCATATCAATAACATAACGATATTTGACTTTACTTTCTAACAATTTTTGTCTTGTACTATTAATATCTTTTGCACTTATTAATTCTACATCTGCTGTAATATTATGTCTTGAGCATAAATCTAACATTTCTTTAATTTCATCTGATCCTGCTATTACAGATGAAGCTAATCTACAATTTTTAAATGCCATATCATTCATATCTAATGGAGTTGGAAATAGTGCTCCCAAAATCCAAAGAATTCCCTTAAAATTTAATAGTTCAAAATAAGGTTGAAGATTATGTGGCGTTGGAATAGTATCAAGTATGATATCAAATTTACCGCGATATTTTGACATTTTTAAAAAATCAGTAGATAAAATACTATCATCTGCACCTAAATTATTTATAGAATCTGATACTTTCCATTCTGTATGTGTAATAGCGACAACTTTAGCACCAAGCGCTTTTCCTATTTTAATAGCCATGTGACCTAATCCTCCAATACCAGCGACGGCAATTATAGAGCCTGGACCTATATTCATTTGCCTCATTGGAGAATAAATAGTTGCTGCAGCACACATAAGTGGAGCACAAGCTCGTATATCAAGATTTTCGGGTAATCTATATACAAATTTTTCTTTGACTGTGAGAATATTAGAATAACCACCATAAGTAATTGGTCCAGTTGGTTTTATATCATCAGGTAATCTTTCTTTACTACCATAGACTTCTGTGGATTCATTCAAACAATATTGTTCATATTTTTGATGACACCTTACGCAAAATCCACACGAATCAATAATAGGACCAATAGCTACGATATCTCCTTTATTAAATTTACTGACATTAGATCCTATTACAAGTACACGAGCTACAATTTCATGACCAGGAATAAGTGGATATTCTGATTCCCATTCTCCTACAACACCATGCCAATCAGAATGACAAATACCTGTGTATAGTATTTGGACTAATAATTCATTTTTTCTTGGTTTCCTTCTTTTAAAAACTAATAATTCAAGCGGATTATTTTTATCCATTGTACCATATCCAAATGCTGTCATTGTTATAGAATTTGTATTATCTTGACTAGTATATTTATTAATATTTTCTTTTGTGGCTGGAATAGGTTTATTTATTTCAGCTTCACATTTATACCTATTATTTAAACTATCATTTGACATTAATATATATAATGTAATATATTATATATATTAATTTATTTCAGCTACACAAACAAATAAACTGGCTATAATCATAATAATATTCTTTGAATCAACATTCACAGCATCATAATATTCATTTTTCGCAAAATTATCAATTAAAAATATTTTTTGATCATCTAATAAATCTGAATCCAATACAATATTTTTTAATTCACTAAGAAGATTAAATATTGTAATATTATTTTCAACTACAATATTAATAATCTTTTCAACATATTTATCAAGATCTTTTTTCTTTTTTGATAATTGAAGAAGTATATTAAAAATTTCTAATATTAATTCTGGCATACAATGACCAGATATTTTATAAACATCATTAACTGTTATTAAATCGTTGACAGTTAAATTTACGTGTTGCAAAGTATTAATAGCTGATCTCATATCACCTTTAGAAATATTAATAACAGCATCTATAACTCCTGTGCTATATTTAACATTTTCGATGTCACAAATATCTTTCAAACGTTTATGCATCTCATTATTATTAAGAGGTGAAAATCTAAATAATGCACATCTTGATTGAAGTGCCAAATTAATTTTATCAATGTCATTACAAATTAAACAAAAACGTGTCGTACTACTATTTTTTTCAATAGTTTGTCGTAACATGCCTTGTGCTTCAACCGTCATTGAATCAATTTCATCAAGTATGACAAGTTTAAAAATATTACGTAATTCAGGTGGAAGGAATATACTATTTTTATTGGAAACAAAATTTTTTATTTTTGTTCTCACAGTTTCAATACCTCGTTCATTTGAAGCATTAAGTTCCAAAATCATACAATTAAGATATGATCCATAAAGTTTTGCAGCACAACATTTTATTGTTGATGTTTTACCGGAACCAGAAGGTCCAAAAAATAAAAGATGTGGTAATGTTTTTGATTTTATAAAATTTTTTAATGATCGAGTAATTTGTTTGTGTGATATAATTTGATCTATATCACGGGGTCTATATTTTTCAGTCCAGGGAATATTTTTTCTTTACCTTTTTCTGTTTTATCTATAACAGTTTCATAATATGACATGGTCTTTATACTAATTATTATGTTTATTATTTAAATAAAATAATAATTGTATGGTAATAAAAATTTCAATTATTTTGATTTTCAACCGTATCCCATTTTATTAATCCATGTTTAATATTTTCATATGGGACAATTTTAAAGAAATATCTATATATATTTTGAATTTTTTGCTCTATTTTTGAAGGATTTCTATAAGATATTTTATCTTCAAATTGATAAATATCTTTGTCCATTATATTTAGTATATTATGATCTAAATATATTTTTGGTGAATGTTTATTTATATTTATAATATAAAAATCATCTCCTGATATTCTTTTAATATTATGCACTAAATCTTTTATAAAAATATCATCGGGATCATTTATGTATTCTAAAACTTCATATAATATCAAAATACAACTACTATCATCTAATTCTTTACAAATATTTACAATATCACCATCAAAAGATTCAATCTCATTATTATTAATAATAATTCCATGATTCTTATCTTGAAATAATATTATTGGTTTATTAAGTTCGTTAGATTTTTTTTTGGCTTGTGAAAATATTTTTTGTGTGCAATTTTTTTTCATGTTTGATAAAATATAATCAAGAAAAAGAGGTATTGATATTATTATAAGAGCATAAATAATTACAAGTAATATTGTGCTTAATGTACATGATAACATTATATATATACTTAGTTCGAAAACATTTAAAGATTCATTCACATATTATTTAACATATGCTAAATAATACTTCCATAAAATTATTATTAATATTATATTCATTTTATCAATATTTATACCGAATTTTTTTTGGTACATTTAAAAAAATAAGGTTAGTATATTTTATCACTGATGAAAAAGTGTGTAATATTACATTTAATTATTACTTGGGACTTGGGTTAAAAAAATATAATAAAGGTACATTTTACATAAAAGAATATAACATAAATAATAAAAATCATATAGCATTTACTGGTAAATTATCAGAAATACAAGATTTTAAAATTATTGATTCTAACCCAAACAGAAAAAATATTATTATTATGAATAATAATGAACCTTGTAATTTTGATTTAAATATACTTGACAATTATAAAATACATTCTGATTATTATCATGAATCATGCATTAAAAATATGTCAATTATATTAAAAATATTAGGAATAAATAGTACTCATATTAATGTTATGACAATAATACCATTTACTAATAAACAAATACCAATACAAGATCTTAATATTGATGATTTATATTTTTAAATTAATAAAACAAATATCTATAATTGGATATATTTGGTAATATTTTGGCTTGTAAAATACTGGCCAATACACTCAATTCGTCTAAAGTTACTTCTGGGAGGTAAACAAAATGCATTCCATCTTCTTTATAAGTAATAATTCTTAAAGCAAAATCTTTATATCTTGAATGTGTACGTGATGCTTCGAGATAATTAAAAGGAGAAATTTGAAAAAATACGCTTGACATTATATATATTTTCATTCGAAAATAAATATAATTTAATAAATAAAATTGAAAAAATAATACACATATTAATAAGTATAAATTAATATAAAATTTAAATAGATATTATTATTATACCTTGAAATGGAGACAAATAAAAATACCTATTCTAGGATTGTGGATGCTGATGAACCTATTACAGCAGTAGAGTTCAGAATTTATAGTAATTCTGATGTCGTAAAATACTCTGCTATTAATGATCCAAATGGTATTACTGTAGCCGAAATTCAAAATAATAATGAACCCGTTCAAGGCGGTGTTATTGATAGAAGATTAGGTGTTACAGAATCACGAACTGAATGTGCAACATGTGGTGAAACTGCTCTTAAATGTCCAGGACATTTTGGACATATTAAATTTGTTGAACCAGTTTTTCACACAGGTTTTTTACCATTTGTTAAAAATATCTTGAGTTGTATTTGTATAAGATGTAATAAATTATTAGTTCATCGTAACGAAGCAGCAATTGATAGATTATTAAGAAATAAACATGGAAAACAAAGATTTGCAGAAATTAGATCAATTTGTAAAGGAATTACTCATTGTCAAAAAGATGGATATGGATGTGGTACTCCTGTTCATAAAATTTCAATAGAAAAGAGAAATTGTAGTATATATCTTTTGGCGGAACCAGTAAAGAGAAGTGATGAATATGATGATCAAACTGGTGAATTGAGAAAAAGATCTCCTCAAATATTATCTCCACAATTATGTTATGATATTTTGAAATCAGTTTCAAATGAAGATTGTATAGTCATGGGTTTTGATCCAGAAAAATCAAGACCTGAGGATATGATAATTGTAAATTTCCCAGTTCCACCAGTTCAAGTAAGGCCTTCAATTAAAATGGAAATTTTATCTTCATCAACTGTTGATGATGATTTGACACATAAATTAGTGGATATTATTAAAAATAATGAAAACTTGAAAAATTCTAAAGGAGATGGTTCTCTTGTAAAATATAATGTTAATGATGATTTTATGTTACTACAATATCACGTTGCCACATTTTTTGCAAATGATGGTTCACTTGCAAAATGTCAACAAAAAAATAAAAAATTAACAAAAGATTTATCTTCAAGATTACGTGGAAAAGAAGGTCGTATTAGAGGAAATCTTATGGGTAAACGTGTTGATATGTCTGGTCGTACAGTTATCACATCTGATCCAAATATTGCACTGAATGAAGTTGGTTTACCATTAATTATTGCAAAAAATCTTACATTTGATGAAATTGTTACGGAACATAATATTGAATATCTCACACAATTAGTAAAAAATGGGCGTCGTGTATATCCCGGAGCTAATTTTGTTATTAAAAGTGTAATTGATAATCATGGTAATGAAGCAAAACATATTTATCATCTTAAATATGTAGATAAACCTATTGCACTTAAACCAGGTGATATTGTGAAACGTCATTTAGTTAATGGAGATATTATTCTGTTCAACAGACAACCTTCTCTTCACAAACTATCCATGATGGGTCATAAATGTCACATTATTAATAATCCAGATTTACTTACATTCCGCGTAAATGTAAGTGTTACGGATCCTTATAATGCCGATTGGTACAGATTCATGTCTAGAGTCGAAGTCGGCAACAGGTGGCTGCTATAATGGGTGTTGATTCTCCATTATAGGAAAACAGTGTAAAATCAACTTATAGATCTGTTCTATAAATATAACCACCTAGTCTATTAGCAATTGTAATAGGCGACATTGTCAAATTGCGGGAAACCCCTAAAACCAAAACTACCAAGTCATAATAGTGATATTATGATGGCTCAGGAGAAAAACCGGAGGTATGGTAAAAACGTTTTGGATGATTTATATATACAAAAAAGATTGATTATTTTATTTAAAGATGATATTATTAAATTAGGACAAGAATAAAACATGAAAAAAATTATACTACTAAATGATATTATTCCTGATATCGATAAAAATATAAATGGAGATATGTATGATCAAGAAAATAATAAAACTGGTGTCATTTATAAAATATATAATGTATTTACTGGAAAATCATACATTGGAAAAGCTTTTAGTTATGTTGGACACGGGAAAAAAAAGCCTTTAAAATATGGTGCTCGTGGAAGATTTAAACGTCATTGGTCAAACAAAGATAGTCCACTTGCTTGTGAAGAATGTCCAGTATTTTATGAAGCTTTGAGAAATTCAGAATTGGAAGATTGGTTTGTATTTACTTTAAAAGTTTGTAACAAGAAATATTTAGCTCACTGGGAGAAAAAATTAATTGAAAAAGAAAATACATCTGATCCTAAATATGGATATAATTATTTTGTTGGAAGTAAAAAACCAAATAATGAAATACATTTAAAAAAATATCAATCATCAAAAGCTGCTTCTAATGTTAAAAGAGCAGAAAATGGTGCTTTGAGAAAAAGTGTAAAAACTAGTATTCTTCCAGCGAATATTTATTATCGCACATCTAAAGCTCCAAATGGTTCTATTCGAGAAGGATATTTCGTGCAAATTAAATTAAATGGAAAATTATATAATAAAGCATTTTTATCGATGTCTGAAACTATGGAATCTAAAATGAACAAAGCTAAAAAACAACTCCAAATATTTAAAAATGAAGCTTCCAAAACTAAAAATTCAGGAAGTAAAAGATCAGGAAATAAAGCTGAAAAGCAAAATTAAATTTAATAATCAGTCCTATTATTGTATATATAATGAAATGGGCAATCCGCAGCCAAGCTTGTTGAATGATGTGGATCACAACAAGAAGGTTCAGAGACTTGACGGCAATGGGTTCTAGATGATTATGTCTAGGGCTTAAGGTAAAGTCCGACCACTTTCGAAAGTTAGTGGAATTCCGTTCGACGGGGATTAACATTTGGTCCCAGTAGAGTGCCACAAAAGTGGATTCTTCACTCTGCTAGTCAACTAATAGATGTTATGGCAGAATCTATTAGTTTGGCAACATACCTGGATGCTGGAACATCTCGTAAGGTTACAAGTACCAAGCGTTCTAAGGTAATACCTTAGCGTGAAGAGTGATAAGAACACTCGGGTAATAATCTTGTAAATAGAGACAATCAGCAGGTGACAAGGCTATATAAGCTACGCATCTCAACGACTGGTAAGGTATGGGCTTTTTAAGGCTTAAGGTACAGTCTACTCCCACTTGAGAAAGTGCTATCATGTAAGTCTGTTATGCCACAGATGTAATGATAGGGTCAATGATATCAAGAGGAAATGCTTGATAGAGATCGGTATAAGGGGAAATGAATATACACATACCACAAACGATACAAACGGTATCAGAATTATTATTAATAGCAAATGCTGCAAAACGTTTTGTCAGTCCAGCCACAAGTAAAATTGCTATTAATGCCAAACAAGATACACTTATGGGTTCTTATGTACAAACAAATCCTACTATGGAAATAAATACCCATGAAGCTATGAGTATATTAATGGCGACAAGTGTAAAATTAAATAATACATTACCTAAGACTGGTAATGTATCAGGAAAAGATTTATATTCACAAATTATTCCAAAAGGAATAAATATAATTAGAAGAAAAGACAATGGAGAATTCCAGTTAAGAATTAGAAATGGTGAACTACTCGATGGTATATTAGGTAAACCAGAAATTGGATCAATTATACAGAAAATATGGCTTCAATATGGTAGTAAAGAAACTCAAACATTTATTGATGATTTGCAAAGAATGATACTCCAATTTCTAATGAGATACGGTTATACGGTAAGTATTAAAGATATGATTGTTACATCAGATGTTAATAAATATGTCTATGAAATTATAGAAACCAAACGAAAAGAAACACTTAAAGCCATCACAGAATATGAAAATGATCCATATATTATGACAAAAGATGCCTTTGAAATTACTTTACAAGAAAACTTAAAATCATTATCAAATGAAATAAGAAAAGCGGTCATGAATAATTTTAATCATGAAAATGGTTTATTTATTGCTATTTCATCTGGTTCATCTGGTACCGATATGAATGCTGGACAAATAGCAGGTTGTATTGGTCAAGTTATTGTCGAAGATAAAAGAATTCAAAAGAGATTTAATAATAGAACTCTTCCAATGTTTGCACAACATGATGACAGTGCTTTAGCTAGAGGTTTTTGTCCAAGTTCATTTATTAAAGGTTTAGGACCTGCTGAATTCTTTTTCCAAGTTATGGCAGGAAGAGAAGGTATTATTAATACTGCTATTAAAACTGCAGACACAGGTTATGTACAAAGAAAATTAGTTAAAATACTAGAAGATATTAAAGTGGAATATGATGGTACTGTAAGAAATGCTAATGATAAATTGATTCAATGTGTTTATGGTGATAATGGTATTAATACAGAAAGTCAAGTTGAGCAAAAAATATATTTAATTTCAGCAAATAATTCAAAGGTACGAAATGATTATGTTTACAGTCCAAGTGAATTAAATGATATTATTAAAAAGGGTAATATTGATAAAAGATACACAACAGATTTGAATGAAAAATTATACAGAAAATTAATTAGTATGAGAGATCATCTAAGAAGAATACAACGTCTTACTAATATTTCTTCTGCAGCATTTGAAGAAATTTATAAATTACCTGTTGATATACAACAATTTATTACTAATATTGTCAATAGAGAAAATAGATCTACTAATGTAATTGTTGATCCATATTATGTCTTAAAAAGAATTAAAGATATGTATTCTGGTTCCTATAGTAAAATTATGAAATATCGTGAAGATAAATCTGTAATTAAAAAACAAGATGAAGCTAGAATTAAATTCTTGTTAAAAGTATATTTGTATGATGTTCTTGCACCAAAAAAATGCACACATGTACATAAATTAAGTGAAGATGAATTTAATGAAATTGTAGAATATTTTGGAAGAACAATTAGATTAGCTAAGGTTGAAGGAGGTGAAATGGTAGGATTTGTGGGAGCCCAAAGTATTGGTGAACCAGTAACACAAACCAATTTGAAATCTTTCCATAAATCAGGTACTGGTAAAACTGTTTCTGGTGGATTAGTTCGTGTCAAAGAATTATTGAGTATTAGTAAAAATATTAAAACTCCAGTCATGTATATAGTTTTTGATGACAAATATCGTAATGACAAACTCATTGTTAATAGAATTGCTTCATATTTAAAATATACCACAATTAGAGATGTTGTGCAGAAAGTAGATATTTATTATGATCCTGAACCAAACTCTAAAAATAGTATTATGTCTAGAGATGGTGTTAATGATATTTTTGGTGATTCACAAGGTAAATCAGGTTGTCAAACTGATATTACTGGATTACCTTGGATTTTGAGAATTGTTCTTTCCAAAGAAAAAATGATTGAAAGAAATATTGAAATGAGAGAAATTAAAACAAGTTTCTGTCGTAATTGGATTAATAGATTTGAAGATAGTAAAAATTCAAAGAAAGAATATAGAAAAGTTATTGAAAAAATTACGCAATGTGCAATTGTAAGTAATTATGATAATAGTCCAGAACCAATTATACATGTAAGATTTGATGCAAATAATTATAATTTTAATACTCTTGTGCAATTCCAAGACATGGTTATTAATACGTACAGAATTAAAGGTATTGCAGGAATTACAGAAAGTAATAATATTATTGAAGAATCTTATGTAGATTTTGATGAAGAAGGAAATAAAATAAATAATAAACATTTTATTGTTGTTACTGATGGAATTAATTTATCTGAAATAGCACAAATCAATGGTATTAATCTTGATGAAACAATTTGTAATGATATTGTTACAATTTATGAAACATATGGTGTTGAAGCTGCAAGAACTGCTTTTATTAAAGAATTTACCATTGCCATAGAAAGTTCAGGTGGTTTCAGTAATTATCAACACATAGAATTACTTGCAGATGCTATAACACATATGGGTGGTTTAATAGCTGTCAATAGACATGGTGCGAATAAATTAGATACTGATCCTTTCTCTCGTGCCAGTTTTGAAAAAACTGTTGAGCAACTTTTAGCGGCTGCTGCTTTTGGTGAAACAGATCATATTAGAAGTGTTTCGGCTAGAATAATGGTTGGTAATCTTATTAATGGAGGTACAGGATGTTTTGATTTACTTCTTGATCATATTAAAATTAAGAATACACTCAAATCAGAAAAGGTTGATACTTCTAATATTATAGTTAAAAAGAAATCCGCAATTGATAATTTAATTAGAAAGAAAAAATCAAGTTCGTAAAATATTGAAAATATAATTATCTTATTATTGCATTATTGATTAATTTAATAAATAATGCAAAATAAATATTCTATCAACAAAAACAAATATATTGCTAAGAATTTAAATAATATTGATCAAATAAATAATGAAACTTTATCAAAAATAAAATTTAAAGAATTTGGTGAATCATACATGAAATTTTTTTCTATTGATCTTTATAAAAAAAAATTATTAATAGAAACTGATAATTTAATTCTATCTGGTAATATTTATATTTCACAAAATAAAAAAATAAAAATATGTTTGGATCCGAAACAAAATAATTTTCTGTTATTAGAAAATCATTTAAAATTAATGGATCAGTTTTTTAGTTCTAACGAAGTTAAAAAAACCTTGTTTGGAAATAATTACGACAAATATCAATATGATCCCATACTAAAATTACCTCCTTCAAAAGACGATGAAGATAACAGTGATGATGAATCTGATACACCTAAAAAAAAATATAACTTTGGTGTAACAATTAAAACTGATGTCGATTTAGGTTTAAAGACTTGGATTATTGATGAAGATAATATTTGTCAAGCTAAACTTGAAGAAATTGAATCAAAATATGGTGGATATTCACTCATACTTAATGAAAATATAAAATATAGATATATTAAAGCTAATACACCTATCAAAATAATTTTTTATTATGATTATATTTGGGCTCAAAAACATAAAAATTATACAGGTAAAATACCTTATGGTATTAATTTAAAATTGGACTTATTAGATATCAATAACCCGAATCCTAAAACATATTCAAAGACTTTTAAACAAGTTGATTTAAAATATGAGATAAATATTCCCATTATTAATAATTTAGAACTTGTTATTTAATTAATTTATATTAGTTATAAATCAATTAAAACATAATTTCAAGGTCTGGGAATTTTTCTTTTATTTCTGGAACTACAAATGAAAGTCCTGAAACAATAATCCAAATTGGTATTTGATTATTTGGATTATCTGCTTGGGAGATTAATTTTTCCCATTCTTCAATTATATATTGTTGTATAGATAATATATAATTTTCGATTTTGGATTTAGGAGTAAATCTTTTCTGGAAAAGTGTATTAGTTTTAAGTTTAGGATTAATAATTTTGAGATTATTTTTGACAAGTTTATTTGTTTCAGTTATAATCTTGTTTAATTTATTAACATCATTAATATCTAACAACCATTTTTCTTCAAGATAAATACTGTGAACGTGGAATTGTTTAAATAATTTTACAAGTCGACATTTTAATTTATATTCTTCCGAATGATTAGAATTGTCTTCTCTAAATAATCCAATTTTATTTTTATAAATATCAATAAGTTGTTTAGCTCTTTCAATATCTTTTTCAGGTATCAATTCTTGAGTTATCGGATGTTTCAATTCATTTTCTTGTCCATTTAACATATCCCAAATAGAAAATATTGTGAAACATCTTATTTTATCATTTGAATCGAAATATGAAAACAAATAATATTTGTTAATTTCTGCAGGAATTCTTTTACCATTATTTATAATCCATATCGGATCATAAGTTATAGGATCATATTCATCTTCTGAAAGAGTAACATCATGATAAATCGGACCTACTAATTCTTTTATTTTGGAGCTATATTCTTCATCGTTAATTAAAATTAAAAGTTTTATTTCTAAATCTTCTTGATTATCGTTATAAATATTTTCAATTACTTGGATATTTTCTTCTTTTGATATTTTGGCTATTTTTTTCGTGGTATTGACATGTTGTTTTATACTGCTGGAAACAGTGGTATTAATAAATTTTTCAATATCAATCGTTTTTAGAATAGGATTATATGTGGATGATGATCTTACAAAATTTTCATTAATATCGGTTAAATATTCATCCATTGATTCATTAAAATCAAATTTATTTTTTTGAATATTATGAATTGCACAATAATCACAACCTGGTTTTTTCTTTAATAAACATCTTAAATGAGGTTCTGATAAACTTTTTATTGATTTACAATAATTGGATTGTGACATATCTTTACTTAGTCTTATAAGATATTTTAATCTAAATGTAAATAATATTTCAATTTTTTATTGGCATAAAGATAGTGAAGTAAAAAAAAATTGAAAAAAAAAATATATATTTTAAAAGGACCATAATATTATATCATTATTAATTATTAACATGAGTAAAGCCGGTAAAAAATCTTCAAAATCAAGTTCACCTACCAGCAGTGATAATAAAAAACCACCAGTACCTATTTATAGATACAAGAATGTTAATTTTAATAATGTACTTGTTTCTGAACTTGAGAGAAAACCAAAAGCTCAACCTCTTTGTTATTTAAATTATAAAGATGAAAAACATGGAGATACAAAACTTTTAGTACAATCTGATAAGTTAAAAATAACTGATCATGGTATTCCTGGCATTCACGAACAATACTATCCTGATGATAGTAAAAGAGAATTTATTAAAGTACCGCTTGATAATGGTCAAGATGCTTGTAGAAAATTAAGAAAACATTTCGAAGAAGCAGATCAATTTTTTGGTTCCAATAAATTAAGAAAAAAGATTTTTGGTAATAATGCCGATCAATATCAATATCAACCAATTATTAGAACCCCTCAAGAACAAAATAATGATGAGAAAAAAAATAAATCTGGAGAAGATAAACCAAAACATGATTTTGTCAAGCTAAAATTTAATATGGCAGGAAGTGGTGAAAGTCGTGTAAATAGAACTAAATTATTTCAAATAAAATCAGAAAAAGAAAAAGAACCAATTAATGCTGATACTATTACTGAAGTAGCTAATCACATTAGATTCCAATCTGAAATTAAATTTATTTTCTATTACGTAAAAATTTGGGCCAATTCAAGTAAAACTCAGGGTCTTAATAAATATTTATATGGTGTCGGACTTAAAGTAATGGCTATTGAATTTGTTCCCAATAAAGGAAAAGGGATTGATATTGATAATCTTGAATTTGATGAAAGCGATGATGATGATGAAAATGAAGATAATGTTTCACCCAAAAAATCAAAATCTAAACTAGATGATGATGATGATGATGATGATAATGGAAATGATAATAATGAAAATGGGGATGAGAATGAAGAAGATGAGGAACCTGAGGAAAAACAAGATAAAAAATCATCCAAGAAAAAGGTTGTAGAAGAAGATGCTGAAGAAGAAGAAGAACAACCTAAATCAAAGAAGAAAGATGATAAAAAATCAAAGAAACCAGTAAAAAAATCGTCAAAAAAAGTAGAAAGTGAAGAAGAAGAAGAAGAAGAGGAGGAAGAAGAAGTTAAACCAAAAAAAAGATCCTCAAAAAATAAATCACCTTCTAAAAGCAAGTAAATTTTAATATAACTAATTTATTTAATAAATTAATTATATTATCAGCTGAGAAAAAATCTATTTAAAACCAACACCAAAAGTATTGTTAGATTTTATTATAGTGACTCTTAGCGTATCACTTGAATATTTTAATATAAATCAAAATATTTGTGGAATTTTTTTAAGAAATCTTGGTTATCGATTTCGGATTATTATATTATTTTAATAATAATCGAGGATTCCTTACCTAATTAATACTTTATAATATATTTTTATATCGCGTAACAGTTTGTTTTGTATAAATTTTTATATACAGTATTGTAAAATTATGTGTTTATACGTTTAAATCCCTAAAATTATATATATAGGATAATATATACATAATGTCTAATAATAAAAAAGTAGTTAAAGCATTAAAAATATCCAAAATAGATATAAATAAAATAACAATTGGATCAAAACTTGTAGATAAACGAGTTCCAATATATTATAATGGAAATTCAAATGGTTTAGTATATCAAACACCTTTCCTTGAAGTAAAAGAAAAACTTAGAAGAGTTAATGAAAATGTAAAACTTTATAATATTGATACATGGTTCAAAGGTGATTCTAATAAAAGAATAGCAGGATTTTATCAATTTATTGATAATTTTGAAGATCACATTTCAAATTTAGTCGAAAAACAAGTAATTAATTCAAATAACAAATGGTTCAATAATCAACAAAATATTAACATTAAATCACTAATAAGATTATTAGAAGCGGACAATAATATTTCTTACATTAAATGGACATTAGATTTAACAAATAATAATATTTTTGTTGATGAAAATAAAAATGTATTCAATCCGGAAGATTTAGACGAATCCCATGTTATTAAATTAATAATTGAAGTTGGTGATTTATGGATACATGAAAATCAATTTGGACCTGCCGCAGTTGTTAGGAAAATTTTAGTCAAAAAACTAGAATCATCAAGTGAATATGAATTTGATGAAACAGATTCTGATGATTCAGATAATGAAGAATTAATTTCCGCATTAGCAACAGAACAAAAACCATCAAATACAAAACAAAATAATCCCAAACAAAATAATATGTATGAAAAAATAAATAAACAAACAGTTGTTGATGAAACTGTTTTTAATAAAACAAAAAATGTCGTAGGTGAAATATCAAAAGCTTTTATAAAAGAAAATGTACGTAATAATATCAATAGAAAACAATTAAGAAATGATAAGTTGGTTCCAAAACCAATACGAGGTAATGAGGATAATTATTTCATCATGCAAAATAACGAACATGTAAATATTATATCTGATGATGAAGATAGTATATTTTAATTAATTATTAATAATTATTAATAATTAATTTATTCAAAATCTAATTTTATGGGACAATTGGATTTTTTAATTCCACGATCATATACGGATTTAGATAATTGTTGTCTTTTATTTCTTGTATCAGAATCTGTTCTTGCGGTTGAAATTTTTTTCCCTGGGCTTATATGTAAGCTATTAATCTGTTCTGAAGAACAAATAATTGGATCAATTTCATCATTATAATAATTATCAGTATCTTCACTTTTTGTAGAATTATTTTGTGAATTTAATTTTTTTTCTTTATTAAGTTTAGATGTTTCTTTCATATCTTTTTCTATTTTAGATAATTTCATTTCAACATATTTAATAACTTTATACGTAATAGCCCATTGGAAAAAATTTAATTGTCCAATGGAAGAAATAAAATGAATAATTTTATCATCATCATCAAAACGATATTCATAAATAACTTTTTTTTTCTACAAAAAGGATCAAAATACTGTTTTGTATAACCTCGTAATTGATTTTTATATTCATCATTCACATTAAATTCCTCATATTTGCCGTTTTTTCTGATTTTATAAGTTGTATTATTTTTTTTAGAATAATTAGCAACAAACCAATCTAATACCCTTATGGATATATTAGATTTACCTTGTATGATTTCTAACATTGTCATAATATATTTTTTATTTGACGAAAAAAACTTTTTATTCCTTTCAAGAATATCTAATTCTTTTGTAGTAAATTTTTCGTTAATGGGTGATTGAAATGCACTTGATGTTTTCATTATATTCAAACCTAATATTATTACATATCAGAGTTTTATATTAATTTTTTATGAAGAAGAAAATAACATTTATGAATGATAAACATATTTAAAAATATATTCCTTATCTTATTTATTAATAATTTTATATGTCAAAAACAAATAAATCTAAAACAAATAAATCTAAAACAAATAAATCTAAAACAAATAAATCCAAGACAAGTAAATCTAAAAAAAATCTTGATTCAAGTGATGAATATGATCTATGTCAGTTGTCTATTGTAAAGTCTAATAAAAAAAATATTGATGAAGATTTTGATAAAAAAGCAGAAATAATTATGGAAAAACTTCGACAAAATTATTTGGAGCAAAAAAAATTGATTAATGATTTTAGAGAATTAAAAGCAACTCATAAGAAAGAAATTAAATGTATCAATAAATCAAATTCAAGATCAAATTCCGGAAAACATACTGGATTCAATAAACCAGAACCCGTACCACCATCTCTAAAATCATTATTAAAGATCAAAGATGATAAACTTCCAAGATCAAAAATAACAAACTTAATATATCAATATTTTACAGATAATAATATGTATAATACTAAGACAAAAAAAGAAATAATACCAAATTCAAAAATAAGAAAAATTTTTGGAATGAAAGATGATGATGTTATGAATTTTTATAATTTACAAACATGGTTAAAGAAAGTATATAATGAAAGTAATCTAAATAATAGTAATACTATTGAAGTGTAATTTATTAATTATTAAAATTTAATAATTAATATTAAACACATAATATTTCCAGGATAGCTCCAAGTGAAGTTAATTCCTCATCAATACTTTTTAAATCGCTCAAAAGTCTTTCTTTTCTTGAATTTAAAACCATAATTCTATTCATTGTTTTATCCAGATCAGATAATTCTTCTGTATTATTTTTTTGATTTTCTGTCAATCCATCTATTTCATAAGTATTAATATTACCATCATTAAGAGAAGAAATATTTTGAATTTTTTCTTTCATATTTTCACATATTTTTTCCTCAACAGTTCCTTTGCAAAATATAATATATTGTTTAGCTGGTGTTTTACCATTAGCTCTATGTATTCTTCCCAATACTTGAATTATGTCTTGGGTAGAATCGGAGGGACTTATTAAAGATACTCTTGGATGATTACCTTCAGTATCATGTAGAGAAATACCAACCCCTCCACTTTTTATATTGCAGATAATAACTTTAGATTTATTTTTATTAAAATCTTTAATATTCTTATTACGATCTTCTAATGTTTGTTCTCCCCAAATTATGCATTTTGTATCCAATTCATCTGCAATTGTTTGTAATGCCATTGAAAAATTAACAAATATTGCAACAGATAATCCTTCTTTTAAATATTTTTTTGTTTGTTCAACTATTGTCGGTATTTTTAATTGTTCTATTCTCATTCTTGCATATAATATTCTTGATAAAGCACAACCACTACTTTCTTCTTTATTTTTTAATTTCTCAACTTCTTCTTCAATAATCTTATATTGTTCCTCAATTTCAACAGCATTATTCATATCATAACATTCAGCAAAAATATCATTTTTGGGAAATAAATCACCTAAATCTTTAATTTTCATTCTTGATGCATATTCATTAAATAAAATATTATGAACACCCATCATTGGATGGCTATATTGACTATCTACTTTATTTATCCAATTAATAGCATTTTTTATTGAAGGATATAATTTTAATACAAAACCAGCAATCGCAAATTTTTCAGGTTTATCGGCAATTGTTGCACTTAACATAAGTATTTTCATATTTTCAATCATAGATGCTGTGTATAACAAAATACTATTAAGTGTTTTTTTATTTTTGCATCGATGTGCCTCATCAAAAATTAAAATAAAATCATCAGGTATATTTTTCCATTTATATGAAAAAGTAGCCATTTTGTTTTTTGAAAAAATTTCAGCTTCTTTAGTTTGATAATCATCATCTAATTTTTTTACCTTTATTCTCTCAATATATTTACAATTAATTTTTTGATCTTTACTTTTTTTTGTAAAATATTTACAATTGTGAATTGATTCATAATTACTAATTCCATAATAATTTGCCTTGAAATATTTTAAAACATTTTTCCAATTATCAATTACAGAAGTTGGACAAATAATTAAAGGTTTCAATCCCATTTCAACACATAAAGCAATAGACGTATAAGTTTTACCTGTACCAGTATCAGAAGAATCTAGTGCTCTGTTATGAACTTCAATTGTTTTTTTCAAATTCTTAACATGTTCAATTTGATAATCTAATAATTTATTCATAAATAATAATATTAACATAAGTTAATATTTAAATAGCGCAAAAGACATTAAAAATTTAATAAATTAAATAATGGTGCCAAAAATGAATATTGTTTTTTAAGTTTACCAAGTGTAAATTTTGGAATAAAATCTAATAATTTATCCATTAATTTTTCATTAGCAAAAGCTGTACCATAATTAATGGCATCGTTTTTATAATCATTAATATTAAGCACCGTAAATATTTCTTTCTTTTCAATTTCATCTAATTCATATTCATTACATATCTCTAATATTATTTCATAATAATAATTCAAGTCAAAATATGTATTGTCTTCAAAATTTAATAGATTATCATATTCTTTACGCTTCTCATCATCATATAAAATTTCAAATGCTTCTTTTATTTTCTGGAAAATAAAAGATGTATCATTCGTATTTTTGTCAGGATGATATTTTAAAACTAACTTTTTGTAAGATTTTTTAATTTCTTGTTTAGAAGCATTTTTATTTAAACCAAGTATTTTATAATAATTATCCATTATATAATGATAAACATATCATTTTTATATATTTATTCGGCTAATAAATGACAAATAATACCAATAAATATAATATATAATGCATCAAAATCTAATAAACCAGAATCCAATGATAAATAATTTTAATATATATTCAAGACAAAATCCAAATTTTATTCCATTTCAAAACAACCAGTTAATAAATAATAATGTCCATGTCATGAATAATTTAAATAATTTTTTACAGCAGCATAAAAATGTCCAAAGTAGTATGAATAATTATTCAACATCACAACCTATTAATCAATCTATTAATTTACCAATAAATAATAATAATCCAAAAAAAAATATTTCAAATTCAAAAAAATTAAATATTATTGAAGAAATGTTAAAACCTCAAGTAATTATTAAAGATAATAAAGATGTTGAATCTAATTTTAAGGTAAGAGATCAAATAAGAAAAAAAATTTTAGACGAAAATAAATTTGATATTAAACCAACAAATATGCCATACAAAACTATTATAAAAGATAAAATAATAAATAAAAAAGTCGAAGAAGTTAAATTGGAAGATTTATTGGTGCATAAATCTGTCAAAGGAGTTGATGACGATAAAGATAAATTTGAAAAAGAATTAAAAATAAAAGAAAATGAAAAAGAAAAAATAAATGATGAATTACAAATTGAATTCAATATTGATAATTATGATAAACATAAAAAGACTTTCGAATATAATGCTACATTTATTAGAAATTTGGCTTACGAACAAAATGTGTTTGATGAAAATAAACAAGATTGTATTGAATTTTATCAAAAGAAACAAAAAGAAGCTGAAGAAGGTAAGCAAATATGTGATGAAATATTAAGGAATATTATAGATGAGGGTATTATTAGTAAAGATGAATTACCTACAGATAATAAAGAAGATATTGATTCTTAATAAATTATAATCCCAAAATATTAAATTCAATATATATATAAATCATGTTATTTATGAAAATTATTTTTTATTTTTCGTAAATAAGTACGATTCATTTGTATCAAAAATTTATCTCTAATCTATAGATATAAATGAGTCGAAATATTAGACGTATGCGTCGTTGTAATGATTCATATATTCCATCAAATATTAAAACTGATGGAAATATTGAAACTGAAGGATATTTAATAAGAAGAATACCAAAAAATTTAAAAAATAGGAAACCCACAAAAAATTCTACATTAGCGCAACGAGTTTCTCATTTAGAAAATGAAGTTGCTGATATTAATGTTACTTTATCTGAACATGTAAAAGAATTAAATACACATGAAAAAAGAATTGACAAATTAGAAAAACAAGTTAAAAAAGGTAAACATTTACCAATTTATCCTGTTTGTCAAGGAAATGATTGCTCTGATAATTGTTCAGATAATTCTGAACAATGTGGTTGTGATACTAATCCTTGCAATTGCAATAATAATAATTGTGCAGTATCTTGTAATAATGTAGCTTTTGGATGTGGGCCATTTATGAATGCTCAATCTTGTGGTATTGCTTTTAATGGTCCTAATTTCAATGGTCCCTGCCCACCTGTTCCATGTGGCCCTACTCCATGCGGACCTAATTTTAATGGCCCTTGCCCGCCTGTTCCCTGTGGACCTAATTTTAATGGTCCTTGTCCACCTGTTCCCTGTGGACCTAATTTTAATGGTCCCTGCCCACCTGTTCCCTGTGGACCTACTCCATGCGGTCCTAATTTTAATGGTCCTTGTCCGCCTGTTCCCTGTGGTCCTACTCCCTGTGGACCTAATTTTAATGGTCCTTGTCCGCCTGTTCCCTGTGGTCCTACTCCCTGTGGACCTAATTTTAATGATCCTTGTCCACCTAATTTTAATGGTCCCTGTCCACCTAATTTCAATGGCCCTTGTCCACCTGTTCCCTGTGGATCTGATTTTAATAATTATTGTGAAACTCCGTTCGAAGGACCTTTTCCATATCCAGCTTTGGGTGGTGCTTGTAATGGACCTGTTCCATTCATTCCTCCAGTAAACAAATTCCCTGGATCAGGATATGGTCCAATACCATACGGACCAGGTTTTACAGCACCAATACAAAAATCTCACAAAAAAAAGAAAAAAAATAAAAAACATAATAAATTTGATTCTGAAAGGAAAGAAAAATATTTAGAAAATAATTATCCTTACATAGAAAATTTTAATTCTTCTGAAAATAATAATAATTTTATGAATCCTCAAATGCATCCTCAAATGCATCCTCAAATGAATCCACAAATGGGACCAAATATGCACCCATTAATGGGTCCTCAAATGGGACCAAATATGCATCCACATGAAATGCATAATTCATCTTCAAATTCATCAGATTCTTCAGATTCTTCTGATTCATCAGATTCTTCTGATTCATCTGAAACAAATAATCATGAACATCACAATCATCACGAACATCATGATCATCACGAACATCATGATCATTCAGAAAAGCGAAAAAAAAATAAGTGTGGAAAAAAAAATCACGAATGCGTAACTGAAAAAATGAACAGTATAGAATATTCTGAACAATCAACACGTGTTAATATAAATTTATGTGATTTGGTAAAATTATTATGTGATATGAAATGTCAAGAAAAATGTGAATCAGAAAATAAACCACAAATATGTGATGATAAATGTGAAAATAAATGTGATTGTGGAGTAAATATATGTCAACCTGAATGTTGTGATATTGAATTAAACAACAATCTAACTGATATTAACAATAATTGGATGTGTTCATCCAATTGTAATACATGCGCGGAAGATTATAGTGTAAATTTACACTGTAATCCCTGTGAAAATAATAATATTCATCTTGAAGTAAATACAAACAATGATCAATGTGTTGATCAATTTATTGATACAAATGTACCATATCAATACGAAAATAAATTGGTCACCGATGTATATGAATATCCAAAAACATATTCTTCAAACGATAATAATTATTCCATTCAAATAAATCCAAATTATGGTACAGAAAATTATAACATTAATGATAATTATTGCGAGACCAATAATAATCAAATTATTTATAATTCAAACATGAATGTTCATGAAGACATACCAGAATATATAGCGAATATTACCACAAATAATGAATGCCATTATAATCATCATAATGATCATCATAATGATAATAATAATTGTCATGATTATAGAGATTATTATAATAACACTGATCAAAATTTTATTATTGAACAATCATGTGATGCTAATATTTACGATCCATGTGAACACTTAGAGTATGGGAAAAATTATCATGAACAAATAGAAGAACATGAAACATGTATGGATGTGCCTACCGAACCAGTTATAATTCCATGTCCTATAATATCTGAACCATGTATTGTACCAAAAGAAATACCCGTAGAAATTATTAATGATGTTGTAGCTCAAATTAATCCATTGGCTAATATCACAATTGTAAATCAACCTATTAATGTTTCCGGTAATAATTTTGCAGTTCTCTGGGCCACAAGAATTGGAAATCTGAATATGAATGAAGGATTAAATATAGCAACAGATTCTGAAGATAATGTAATAATTGCTGGATTTTATCGAGCAGATATAACTTCTGAAATGTCTACTGAAGAATCAATAACAACACTTTATAATTCAGATGGTTCGATAGCCAGAACAATATCTCCATCTGGGATAGAAGAAATATTTATCGCCAAATATAATCCCTATGGCACTTTAATATGGTTATTAAAGATACAAGGTACCTTTGATGTATTTACATTGGGATTAGGAATTGATAACCAAAACAATATTATTTTAACAGGTTCTTATACAGGATCTCCATTAAATATTTATAATTCTGGTAATCAATTAGTTAGAACATTACCAGCACCACCTATTACAGAATCATATATTGTTAAATATGATCCTTTAGGAGAATTATTATGGGTAAACAGATTTATAACAAATGGTAATGTTATTTCTACAGGTCTTGTTGTAGATAATAATTCTAATATTTATGTCACAGGATATTATGATGTGTCCAATATAATTTTCCAAAATTCAGATGGAACCAATGGTATAACTGTGGATGTAGGTATCTCAGAAAATGGATTCCTAGTGCAATATAATTCATTAGGATTCGTTCAATGGGCAACACGTTTTGGTAATATGGTTTCTCCATCTGAAATAGGAAATACACGTCCCACAGACATAACTTGGTCTATAGATCAATCTATAGTCATAGTGGGATATTTTGAAAATAATTCATTGATGTTATATAATTCACCAAATGGCACAACTTATTCAGGATTATCATTAACTGGACAAGAATCATTGACAACTGGTTTTGTAATGAAATATTCAAGTGTTGGAATAGCCACTTGGGTAACAAAAATAACAGGATTATTATCGAATAAAAATTTAATGGTTGCGAGTGATACCGAATCAAATATTATTATTACAGGAAGTTATAATACAAATGATATTATATTTTATAATACACCAAACGGAACAATTGATTCAGGTCAAAGAATATCCATAACTGGCGGAAGTGATATATTTGTTGCTAAATATAATTCATTAGGACAAATTATATGGATAACAAAAATAGCCGGTTCGGATGATGAGTTTTCTAATGATATTATTGTCGATAATAATAATAATATATTAGTAACGGGTTATTCTAATTCACAAAATATAAATGTATATAATGCTGATACAACAATAAATGTAAATATTAATAATAATTTCGGATTATCATCCTTTGTGGTAAAATATTGTTGTCGAGGTAATGCATTATGGGGTACAAAACAAGAAAATACTTTATCATCTACTGGATTAAGAATGGCTACAGACAATAATAACAATACTTTATTAATTGGAGTATTTAGTTATTTGCCATTAAATATATATAATTCAAATATGATATTAGGTGCAACATTAAATAATTCAAATCATGAAGATGCATTTATCGTAAAATATTCCGATTTTATCCAGAGTTTATTATTAACCAACGATTGTAACATTGATTCAACGAAAATTAAAAATATAAAAATGGGAGATTTTAGAAATGCAAATACTTTGGTTACATTTCCATCAGGTTTGTTAATTAATCTTGACAGTAAAATTATAAGAGGATTTTTATTAACAACTGCAAATTCATCAATCAATTTAAAATATTCTCCTGAAACATGGTCAATTGTCGATAGCAATAATATTTTATTAATTTTCCCTTAGCGCGATATTATTATTTATTTTTATTTATAAGTAAATAATAATAATGAGTATTTGTAATAGGTATCATATTACTTTAAAAAAAAATAATATGTCCTGGTATCTTATATATATCTTAGACGAATTGCCATATAATTTGGATATTGGAAAAATATTATATCCTCAAACAATTAAAAATATTTCACAAATAATAAATGTTTTAGAAATACATATATATATATTAAATGATACGCAAAGAAATCAAGTAAATAATATTTTTTGTGGATTAAATGTGACGATATATACATTTAATCATATTTTTGATTTGTTTAAATATTACGATGATAATAAAATAAACGCTATTTATTTTACAAATAATACAGGTTGTATTTCAAATGATATTAACATTAATTTTGACAAAATGTATACCACTTATTATTCAGAATATGATAATATATATAATAATATTCTTGACAAATACAATATCAAAGAAATAATAGATCCAAAAATTTTTATTGTTCCACATATTAAAAATAATAAAATTTATTTTGATTTATGTAAAAAAATTTTTGACAAAATAAATTCAATGGATGTAAAATTTAAGACAAATTTAGCCATGACTTTTGCGAACAATAAATTAGACAATAATATTGTATCAATAAATAATTTATTGGACCAAAAGAAATTTATTATTTATAATTCGTCCATAATAAATCATAAAGATTTATATGAGTCAATTATTTTGCAAAATAATTCAGGTAACTATTATAATTATAATGTTAATAATAATTATATATTTTATCCATATTTTGATTTTAATTTAGCATACCAAAAAATTAATAATATTGACAGTTGTTATATTTGCAATACAAATGGTTTTGGAACTATCGAACAAAGTGCTAATCCATTTTCTAATATTTATAAACGATTTAATAACTTATTACAAGGTTCTTTTTTATTTAAAAAAGAAAATATGTATAATATACCAAAAATTATACATCATATATGGATTAATAATGATCCGATAATTAATTATGTAGATTTGTGGAAAAAAATGTTAAAAGAACCTTGGGAATATAAAATATGGGATAATAATAATATTAATGATTTTATGAATAATAGTAGATGGAAAGATTTATATAATAAATCATCAGACAAATATAAATATGTAATATTATCATTAGCTATTTTAGAAAAATATGGTGGTATTATTATTGATTCATATTGTGTACCATTAAAAATAATACCTGATGAAATATTATCTAATAAATTTTTTATAAGTTTTGAAAATGAAAATTATGGAACCAATTTATCCTTTAAAATAATAGGATCAATATGTGGACCACTTGATGAAAAAAATAAATTTAAAGATCCGTATGTTGCAAGAAAGCCATTTGACGGAATTAATAATTTTTTCCGCTCAAAAAAAGAAAATACAGCCGATACTTTTTTCCAAGATTTATTTATTAAAATACACAACATAAATATAGAACATAATGACCCGATAAATGAAATACAAAAACTATTAATAAATAATTCGGATGTGTTTATTTATCCAAGTTATTTTTTTAATTTAAATACGTATATTTATCCAAAAAAATTAACATACCAATCAATATTAATAAATTTACATAAATTAGATTCAATTAATCCAAGAATTAAAACTAATGTTTCCAGAAATTATACAATCACACACGAAGGAATTATTAATAGATTAAAAGAAAATCCAAAAGATAGATTAAAAAATATAAACAAATTGTAATAATTATAATATTATAATTATTAAAATGGATGTACAAGAGCAATTAAATATTATACGAATGAAAAAACATCAGGAATATTTAGAATATTTAACAAAACAGAATAATAATACCAATAATCAAATAAATATTATTTCTACAGAAAATGAAACAAGTAATAAAAACAATCAAATTAATATTAATTCTACAGAAAATGAAACAAATAATATTAATAAAGCTGCTACTATTATACAAAAATTTATAAAAAAAAAATATTTTGAACCAGAATGTTTAAACAATAATTTAATCAAAAATATACCACCTTTGTATAGATTTAGAGTTAAAATAACAAATCAACACATTAATGAATATTCAGAAGAAGGTATTGCTGAAGAATTAATTAATATGTATCGCATATGTTATGATAATATTTATTATAATAGTGATAAAACTACAATATTTACGTATTGTTTTGATATTAGAGAATTATATCCAATCAAAAATCAAATAATAGAGATAGATGAATCTTATTATTTTTTACAACCGCAAGATCATAAAAATTTAGAAAAATTATGGAAAAAAGTAAATAATTACACAACAGAAAGTATAAACTATATAAACAATTTTGAATATTATAAAGCTCTCAGTAAAGATATGTTTTAAATATTAATTCACATCCATTGTAAATTAATATTAATTTTATTTTCATGCTTTACTTTATTCCATGTATCAAGAGTACCTCCAGATGGGATATCTGATAAATTAAAAGCGATTAAGTGATCACAATTATTTGCTATTGCGGTATTTCTTTTAAAAAAACCATTAAAAATAATTATTTTACAATTATATTTTGTCATAGCTATTTTTAAATCTTTTAAAGTATCTTTTTTTATTTGTTCACTAAATTTTTCATGTAATGAATTTAATAATGAACCTTGATAATTTTCATAATATTTTGAAAGATTTTTATCATAATCAACTGGTAAATATAAATTTAATTGATTAAATTTATTTGTTAAAAATAATGATACTGCAATATGATCAGACCAAGATGATCCTCCTGAAACCAATGTAATTTCATTTGGCTTCATATTCAATACTTCTTTTATGTAACATAAAACATTATCAATCATCCAATTGTAATGTTCTTCAGTTAAAATAAATGATTTATTATCTCTACCTGAGAATCCAATAATTGCAAGTTTTGTCATTATTAAATTTATTAAATAATATTAGTTAATATTATTTAATATTCAATTTTAAATATTTATTGTTGAGCACATGTGGCTTGATGACCAAAAGAATTTATTTCATCACGATCATCATCATAATTATTAAATTCTTCTTCAGAATCAGAATTTTCAATTTTATCAAAATCTTCTCTGGACCTTGGATTATTATTAACTTTTTGTAAAGTGCTGAGTGTATAAATATTTTCAGGATCAATAGATATATCATCACTAGCATCTTCATATCTTCTCGAACCCATTGACATTTCTAAATTTTCAAAATTTAGAACCTTCTTCTTGAGAAGAGTAATTTTTTCGGGATAATGTACAATAAATGTTAAATACATTATATCATTATTCAAACCCATACGATCAATAGAATAAATATGATCAGGATTAATAACATATCCTTTTTCCGATACTATTAATAATTTTTTACCAGAAGGATGATCAATTATTCTCCTAAACCCACAAATAGTTTCTGGATAATTAATATGCATGGTATAAATAATTTTTCCACCTGAAGCCATTGCAAATCCTTTAGGTAATTTCAGATCGAATTTAACCAAAAGATCTATATTTTTACCATTAACAACAGGTCCCTTTCCTGATAATAAAACAGTAGGATTTCTCATAATATCATGAGGAACCTCAACATCCACTTCTTGAACTTCTTTCACAGTTCCTTCACCCTTACATGTTTTACAGAATAAATGGGAACTTGATACATCATATTTTCTACCTGAACACATATTACACATTTGTTGTATTTGTTGCATAAATGGACCTCTATTAATAGTAAACATCATAAAACCGGATCCATTACAACCTTTACATAATCTATGTTGACGATCAGAGTAACCTGTATTTTCACAATCAGCACAAGATATTTTATTTGAAATAGGTACTTTGACAGTTGTTTTGGTAAAATAATCTTTAAGACTTATAGTATATTTCTGTTGTTTTACATTTGTTGCACGTTTATGGAAATTAAACAAATCAGCCATTGGATCCATATCACCATCACTCATTCCTGAATTTAATCCTTCTTCTCCAAATTTATCATATACTTCTTTTTTGGTTGGATCTGAAAGAATACTATAAGCATGACTTATTTTTTTAAACTTTTCTTCCGCTTCAGGACTTTTATTTCTGTCAGGATGATATTTCATAGCTAATTTTTTATAAGCTTTTTTAATCTCTTCTTCAGAAGCAGAAGAGGTAAGACCCAGTTCGACATACAAATCTGTGTTCATCTTTATTATAGTGATAAATATTATATCTTTAAAATAACATTGTATTTTATGAATTTATTTTTCAACTTTTTATTTAAAAATTTTAAATAAAAAATTAAATGATATTAGTAGATCCAATCCATAAATTATTATTATTTATTTCATGAACAGTACTTTTTTCATTTTTGGCTTTGTCCGAAATTACAATATTCGAAATATTTTTTGAATGAAAATATTTAATATTTTGCGCAATAAAATCAGTTAAATATTGTGATTCTGAAAAAATAAAAATATTAATAATATCCCAGGGTTTAATACCAATATTTTTCCTATGCATTTGAATAGCTGTGTATATTAGTTTAATAATATGTTCCTTTTCAACTCTTGCAGTATATTCTGAATTAATACGAACAATAATACCATTTGATATTTTTGAATTATCATCATCATTTGAAAGACTATATTTTACGGTAATGTGATTATTGTTTAAAATAATATCAAAAGAAGATAATTCAAGTTGCCCGTTTTGTAAAAATATATCAATTTGATCTTCTGAAAGATTATTAATTGTTGTTATAATATTTTTAATTTCTTTAATTTTATTTTTTGTTTTTAAATATGTACTTAAACATGCCATATTCGTCTCAAGTTTATAATTAACCAATTGTTTATGATTAATATACTTGATATCTAAAACATTGCATTCTATTTTAACTAGTTCAAGTACATCTTGTATAATACTCCAATCTTCTTTATTAATACAAGCAATTTCAACATATTCTAAAGGTCTTCTATTATTTAACTGTTTAGATTTTCTTATTTCGCGTAACATAATAATGACTTGTTGAATAATATTAAATTTGTTTTCTAACGTTTTATCAAGTAAAAAATCATTAATGTTTGGATAACATTCAAGATGAATTGATTCTTTGGGTAAAGAAATATATGAATGAAGCATTAAATATACTGTTTCAGAAATAAAAGGTAGAATAGGTGAAACAATTTTAATAAATTGCACCATGACAAATAATAATGTTTGTATAGATTGTTTCCAATCATCGTTATTGCAAAACCATAACGAAGCAAAACCTTTCATTCTCTCTCGTGACATTTTCAAATACCAATTAGTTAATTGTTCGATATATGTAATTATCTTGGCACCAATTCTATCGATTTTGTAACAATCAAAATCTTTTTTTAATTCACTTAATAAAATACCAGTTTTATTAATAATCCACTTATCCAAAATATTATCAAATTTACGCAAATCATTTATCTCCGGACAAGTAATAATATCGCTGGGATTTTCCCTATGATACAAACTAATTTTTTCTGTCAAAAATAAAGCCATATTATAAATTTTAACCACAGAATTTTGTTGTAATTTTGCCAAGGCTAATTCATCAAATTTAATTGATTCGGCTTTAACTACAGGTGTTGATAATAAATAAAGACGTAAAGTATCTGCACCATATTTATCCATCAAAATATTTGGATCAGGATAATTACCTTTACTTTTTGACATTTTTTGTCCATCAGCTGCGTTAACAATTCCTGTAACAATTACATTTTTAAATGCTGGTTTGTTAAATATAGCTGTAGAAAGAACTAATAAAGTATAAAACCAACCTCTTGTTTGATCAATTGATTCTGTTATAAAATCTGCAATATAATCTTGTGAAGTGTCTAAAATTTCGGAATTTTCAAAAGGATAATGAATTTGACCATAAGGCATAGAACCTGATTCAAACCAACAATCTAAAACACCGGTAACACGAGATAACATGCCTTTTCCTTTACGAGAAGGAATTTTTATTTGATCAATTTTATCAATATGTAAATCATTAATATTATCAATTCCTGAAAATTCTTTTAATTCTTCAAGTGAACCAATACAAATTATTTCTTCACCATCATCAGATTTCCAAATTGGAATTGGTGTTCCCCAATATCTACTTCTTGAAATACACCAATCCACTGAAGATTGTAACCAATTATCAAAATGATTTGTACCAATATTTGATGGCATCCAATTTATTTTAGAATTATTAATCATCATTTTTTCTCTGAATTTTTCATTTGATGCGTTTAAAAACCAACCAGAACAAATTTTAAAAATAAGTGGAGTATCTGTTCTATAACAAAAAGGATAAGAATGTTTGTATTGTTTAAAATCAAACAATAACTTTTTATGTTTCAAATCTTTAATAATAAGATTATTAGCATCCCTAAAATATATACCAAAATAATCATGAATTTGATTTGTAAATTTACCATCATCATCAATTACATCAATTAAATTGCCTCGCGTATTTCTCGAATCAATAATATTATTAAGACAACAAACTCTGAAATCATCCTCTCCATGTGAAGGAGCAATATGCACAAAACCAGTTCCGGAATCTTGTCCAGATTCTTTTACATAATGATCCGAAATAACTCTAAATGGTCTTTTTTCAATTGGATATTCAACAATTCTTGATCTATTCCAAAAATATTCAAAAGGAGGTTTATATTCGGCGTTGACAATATCATCACTAGAAATTCTTGAAATAATTCTAAATCTGGTCACATTCGAAAATTTAAGTTTGGAAAATGTTTCTTCGAATTTATGTCTTGAAATTATAATGTAACATTGTAATTGATTATCAAATGCATATACAATTTCTCCATTAACATAAGTACATAAGGCCATGTTACTTGGCAGTGTCCAAGGTGTAGTTGTCCATGCCAGTATATAATTGGGATAATCTACCTCATGTTTAAAAATAGAAAATTCTGTAGAAATAATTTCAAAACAACAAGTAACAGATGGATCAATAATCTCTTTATAATTTTGTTTTGCCTCAAAATGAGATAATGGTGTATTGCAACCAGTAGAATAAGGCATAACTTTATAACCTTCAAAAATCATTTCCTTTTCATAAAGTTGTTTAAATGACCAAATAACAGATTCCATAAAATTTTTATCCATTGTTTTATATTCATTATTAATATCAATCCATCTTCCAATTCTCTCAAAATCAGAATACCATTTATCAGTACATTTTAATACCATATCACGACAAATATCATTATGACGATCAATACCGTATTCCAATAAATCTTTCTTTGTGATATATCCGATAGTTTTTTTAGCCAACATTTCAATTGGAACTCCATGGCAATCCCAACCAATTCCCATATTAACTTGATAACCATTCATTGTTAAATATCTAGTCATGGTATCTTTAATAGTTGAGACTAAAATATGTCCATAATGCATAGTTCCTGTAGCAAATGGAGGTCCATCTAGGAAAATTTTTTTAGGAAAATTTTTGGTTTTATCTAAAACTTTTTTTGTGGCATCAATTTGCCGCCAAAAATTAATAATTTTCTGTTCTAAATCAACAAGACTAGTATTTTTCCAATCAGTACTCATTTTCTTTGATTATGATAATATAATATACTTTTACATCATAACTATTTATAAATTTTTTATTCAATTTTTATGGTATATAATATATGGATAATTTTAATATTTATTATGAAAGTAAATATGAAGCAGGGTCATGTATAAGGCGTAATAGAATTTTATTTGGTGATGATAAAATAGCAATAAACAATAATTTTACAAAATTAAAAATAAATGATGAAATTATATATCCAAAATATATTAAAACAAAACTTAAAAAAGGAAAATATAATGTAGGTGGTATTATTGGATATACAGAAGCTTATTTTATTACTAGAATATTTCAATTGTCACAAAATCAATATATTTATATAGTTTACGTATCTACAATGGATCAACCCTTTAAATTTGACCACATTAAATATAATAATAAAGAGTACAGATTAAACAATAAAAAAAACTGAAAAAAATAATTATATTTAAATATTATAAATACACAATTATATAAAATATTATATGTCTATCACAACAATTATTGGTCCTATGTTTAGTGGTAAAACTACAGAATTTATTAGATTGATTGAAAGAAAAAAATTAGCCGGTAAACAATGTTTAATAATTAAGCATTTACAAGATAATCGTTTTGAAGAAATAAATTCAAAAGAAAAACATGTTATAACTCATAATAAAATCAAATATAAAAATTGTGACATTGTTTATAACACTGATTTAATGAATAATGAATTTCTCGAATATGTGAAAACAAGTTATGATGTTGTTGGTATTGAAGAGGGATTTTTTTTAATAATCTGACAACTTTTTGTAATTGTTTGGCAAATGAAAATATTGAAGTAATTGTTTCTACTATTGATAGTTCTTATAAACAAGAAATTCCGCAAGAAATTGGGAAATTAATTGCAACATCGGAAAATGTTATAAAACTCAAAGCTGTTTGTATGGAATGTAAAAATACTGATGCTTCATTTACAATAAGAACAATTGATGATGAACAAGATATATTAGTGGGTGGATCTGATATATATCAAAGTGTATGTCGACCTTGTCTTAATAAAAATAATAAGAGACGTTTAGAAAATAAAAATATATGCGTAAAGAAAAAATTAAGAACAAATTAATTATAATATTTATAATATTATAATTAATAAATTTAATCATTAAACAAAATGTAATTAAAAATACATTCAAGAAATTAAAATTATTTTGGAAGACTTATTCTTACAACACATTGGGTGTAATCTTTATCAAAAGAGGAATGATTTTCGATAAAATGATTCTCAAGATAATTTTTGCATTTCATAAGGCAAGATGATTCATCTGTTTTAGTTAAAACACGAACACGAAATCCTTTAAAATAACTATTACCATGTACAGCAATAGTTTTATTGAATACAATTGCTCTTATATCATCAGGTAATTGCCCTCTAATAAAATCAAAAACAAGAAATGGAATATATCCTTCAGTAAAAGATTTATTCATAGTATAAATATTCCGTTGACTATTGAATTTAGTATCTTTTAAATTTATATTTATATCATTGACAGCGCGATGATTTTTACGTATAAAAGGTACTTGAATATTATTTTTCTTTCCAAGTTCCGATACTTTTATAAAACTCCAAACAGGGTGTAAAGAATTATAATTTGCAACAATAGCATTAACTCGATTTTGTAAATTTTTATCTATAACAACATGATCTCCTCTTGATCTACCAGACGAAATTAATTCTGAAAATATTTTATCTGCCAGAGATTCCATACCTTGCAGTGGCATAGAAAATTTACAAGAAGTATTATCTTCCTGTTGCAAATTATGCATAAAATTCCAAAATTCTTGCACTGTTTCCATTACAGTAACAATATCAGTTGTCCAATGTCCATTTATTTGCCATTCAGCTATTAACGCTATCGGATCGGGAAGAGGTAAGGGTTTATCTAGTTCTTTTATATTTATAATCTCAACATCATCAAAAGATGCAGATTCAGACATAGTTTCAAAAGATCCAATGGATTCACATGATTTAAAAGATTCAATTGATTCACATGATCCAAAAGATCCAGATTCACATGCATCCAAAGTAAAATCATTATTTTTTGTGGGTTTTTTAGCCTGTGGATATTCACGGAAAATGTCCGAAAATTTTGGTTTTAATCCATGCTTAACCAATCTGCAATCATAAGCAAGATCTTCAGTCTCTTGTACAATATACCAATCGTTATCATTACCACCATAATAATAAATAACTTTATCATAAGCTTCAGAAAATTCTTGGGAACTTAGAGGAGTGGAAAGGATCTTATCCAAAACATTCATGTTTAGATAAAGATTTTTAGTAATCACTACTAATATCTAGAGATTTTAGTGGACCAATTAGTATGTTATATTTTCAATTTTTTTAACTAATATACAAATAGTTTAAAGAATAATATCCATAATTGAAATAAATGGAACTAACACGCATGTCAAATGGTATAATAAAACTAATGTCAAAAAAATATAGTTCGTACAAAAGTAATGAATGTTTTGATATAATGCAAATAAAAAATATATGTAATTTATATAAAGTTAAAAATCAATCAAATGAAAGCGTAAGATTAAGTGAAATTAATTTAAGTTCGCCAGAATTTAAAAGTTTTGATCCAAAAATTAATAAAAATCATCTCGAAACATTAAAGTCCACGGAATTTTCAAAAAAATATTCATTTTTCATTCGAGCAATATATGCTTGTTTAAAAATAGGTGTGGAATTATTTAATACTGGAGATGAATTTGTCACCCTTAAAAATAATTATCAGTTAATAAAATCTTTGGAAACAAAAAAAAACAAATAATAAATGAACACATAACTATTTTGAAAACTCAATATAAATTAGCCGATCAGAAAATATCTTTGAATTATGAAAATTATTTAAAACAATACACAATGAATATAAGAATAATAGATAAAATAATGTCATCCATTAATAAATTAATGGATTCGGAAGTATTAGAAAAAACTGATACACTACTTTCACTTATTCTTCCTTATTTTTTTACTTATACAGAATATATTGAGGAATATAATTAAATTTGATTATTATCAAATAATTAAATTTAATCATATTTAATGAATTCACATTTGGCTATTAAATAAGCTTCTGTAAGTGTCGGTACAATATCTTTTCTAAATCTATCTACAAGTAATTTCATTGTATTACCTCTTATTAATGTTTCGTCTTTTAAAAATTGTTGAGCTCGTTTAGACATAAATGTATATAATTGTTCAGCATATAATGTTGCCATCTTAGAAAGAATTTCAAATTCGTCTTCATCTTCACAATCTTCTCCTTCATATGGATTACCTAAATTTTTCATTTTTGTTTGTATAGATACATAAATATTTAATATTTTTTCTATAAGAGGATATAAATTATTTGCCGTGACTTTAATTTTCTTTGGATCATTTCTTTGATCATATAGATGACATAATGTAATGATTAAATTAACTGTGGAATCTCGTTTTTTATTATATATGTCTAATTCATCATCATCTTCCATATTTGTTTGTGCCAATTGCCTTACATATTGTTCGTTAATAAATTCAAATATTTTTAATTTACATTCATCTATAAAATATTTTGCAATAGGTGGTGTCCTTGTATTAGTTCCAGAAGATTTATCTCCACATTCTAAACATGCATTACTTACTGCATTTAATAGATGCATATAATTTTCTATGTTTTTGTCACTAATCAAAAAATTTGATAATATTTCTTTAGCAACGTCATTTAACATTTGCTCATCACGAGTTTTTGTCATGATAGTTTGTTTTAAAAGTTCTCTTATTTTGTCAAGATTATCATTACTTAAACTATTAAATAAATGTCTAATGTTTAATACAATACTATCATCTGCTTCTGTTATTCTTTTTTTATTTGATAAATGAGGAGGAAAAACAACATTAGGTATATTTAAACCTTCAATTGGTTCTACATTCATTTTTAAATATTGTATAAATTGTTCAACACTGATGGTATCTGGAGTATATTTATAACCATCCATAACTATTAATTATTGTATTGTATTCTTTAAATAGTTTAATATATAAAAGCAAAAAACAAATCAATTTTTCCCATTTTACGTTCAAATAGTATATAATTTCGCCATAATATTCACGTTTGATAAATAATAATTTTATGTATAGTTTAGTATAATTGATTTATGAATAATATCCAAAAAAAAATAAAGAAAATAATAAAAAAATAAATGATAAAAATAATGATGAATTTTTAGAAAAAGATGAGGACACAGTTATCGGTATAGATTTAGGAACAAGATTTTCATGCGTTAGTGTTTGGCGAAATAAACGTTTTGAAGTTATTCCTGATCAATTTGGTAATAGAACAATACCAAGTGTTGTTTCATTTTACAAATCAGCAAAATTAGTTGGAAATAATGCGTTGGCAATGAAAGATATAAATCCTAAAAATACCATTTTTAATATTAAAAAAATAATAGGCAAAAGAATTGATGATCCAAAAATTGAAGAGATAAAAAAATTGATAACATATGAATTAGTCGATGATCAGTCTAAATATCATAATATTCTAATTAAATTAGATGAAACTGATACAAATATTACACGTAAAAAATTATATAAACCTGAAGAAATTTGCGCACAAATACTTATAGAAATAAAACAAATGGCAGAAAATTATTTGAAAAAGAAAGTGGAAAAAGCTGTTATTACAGTCCCTGCTTATTTTAATGATGCGCAACGCCAGGCAACTTTAGATTCGGCAAAAATTGCAGGTCTTGATGTATTAAGAATTATAAATGAACCAACAGCAGCTTCATTAACATATGGTCTTGGAAGCAAAACTTGGACAAATAAAAATGGAGGTAATGTTATTATATACGATTTTGGTGCAGGAACATTAGATATTTCATTAATGAATATTAATGACGGTTTATTTAGAACATTAGCTATGACAGGTAATTCTTATTTGGGTGGAGAAGATATTGATTATGAAATAATGAATTTTGTTATTAACGATTTTAAGAAAAAAAATAAAATAAAAAATCTTGAAATTAGTAAACTATCATTGCTAAAATTAAAAAATTCTGTCGAAAATGCAAAAAAAATATTATCAACAGTTGATAAAGCTGTTATATGTGTTGATGATTTTTTTAATGGGAAAAAAATGTATTATGCACTTACAAGACAAATATTTGAAATGATTTGTAACAATATATTTATAATGGCATTAAGACCACTAAAACAAATATTGGAGAGTGCAAATTTGAGTCGTGATGATATTGATGATGTGATATTAGTTGGAGGTTCAACAAGAATACCTAAAATTCAAGAATTAATTCTGGGATTTTTTAAAAATACAAAAATAAAAAAATTAACAAGTTCACTTAATCCTGATGAAGTTGTTTCTGCTGGTGCTTCAATCTATGGATATATCATGACGCATAAAGAAGATCCATTTTCTGAAAATTTAGTTTTATTAGATATTACACCATTATCATTAGGGGTGGAGACTCTCCAAAAACAAATGACGACGATAATACCTAGAAATACTGTCATACCAATAAAAAAACAAAAATGTTTTCCACAGATACTGATTATCAAGATACCGTAAGTATAAAAATATTTGAAGGTGAAAGAAAATTAACACGAGATAATTTTCATGTCGGAACATTTGATTTATCTGGTTTTGAAAAAGGACCGCGTGGTTATCCAACAATAAAAATTACATTTCATATTGATATTAATGGTATTTTACAAGTTACTGCACACGAGAAAAAATCTGGTGTAGAAAATAGTATTCAAATAACTTCAACATGGGGTGCCAAAGGAAGATTATCACGTCAAGAAATAGATGAAATTATTTTACAAGCAGAAAAAAATGAAGACATTGATAAAATATATTCCATGAAAATAGGTTTAGTTCATAATATTAATAGTATTTGTAACTCAATTTTAATAAATTTGAAAGATAATGCATTTTCTTTGACAAATAGTGACAAAAATGCGATAAGACGTGATGTTAAAAGTAATTTAAAATGGTTAAAGAATAAAGATTTTAATGAATTAGATTTTGATGAATTAGAAAAAAGAGAAAAAAGATTAAGTAAAACATATGCCCCATTAATTGCGCGAGTTAATAAGAACAATAATAATTTTAAAGATGCAAATATGTCTATAAACGCTGCAGAAGTACATGGTGACGATGATGATAATGAAAATTTAGAATTATACGAGAAAATAGAAATACCTAATGATCCTTCAGAATATGACAAAGAAGAAATTAAAGCCTTGAAAAAAACCATATCTGATCTTTGTAAAAATATAATAAGTGTTGTAAACAATCCAATAAGTAAATTTGATGAACAAGATGTACAATTAGTTGTTGATTATTTGGAAAGTGTACAAATATGGTTATACACAACTAATTCCACAACATCAATTGAGTTTATTGCTAAAATTAATGAAATTAATAAATTTACGGAAGATGTGATGAAAAAATATGAAGATATGAAAGTTTTTGAGAAAAATGACAAGTTTACTTTACGTGATGAACTACAATTAACATGTTTAACACTTAATACTTCAATAAAATCTAATTATTTTTCGCTTGATAAAAATGATATTAATAAATTAACAAATAAAATTAATGAAATTATGCTTTGGCTTTTAGATCATCAAAATGAACAAGATAATATTTATCAGGAAAAATTGGATGAAATAAGTGAATTATGTAATGGTATTTATCATAGTATACATAAATTTCAAGCATTAAATAATCCAAGTCAAGAAGTAGATGATGATTCAGAAAGTGATATTGATGACGAAGAAGAAGTTAATATTTGTCAAACAAATAAAATAAGTGAGAATATAGATGACATAATATCAAATTTACCAGACGAAATAATTTGTAAACCAAAAAATAATGAAAATGATGTTTTACTTAAAATAGATTTGACAAAACTAAATTATAATAAAAAAATAAAATATAAAAATATAGAACATCATTAATAAATGTGTTATATATTTATAATCAAGAATATTGGTTATGAATATATATAATATGGAATCAATAGATGATATGATAAATAAATTACATGATATAAATTATTATTTGAATATTATTTATGATCATAATGAATTCGAAAAAGATTTAACTTATTTAAATTATTTAGTCTCTGATCTAGAGAAAAAAGTTAAAAATATTTCATTAACAAATGAACAAGAAGAAAAATTAAACAAGGCTCTTGAAAGAGATAAAAAACTGTATAAACATATGTTTCCTTATTATTGGAACTATATTGAAAAAATAGAATGATATTATTTAAAATGATTATTCCTATCAAAAAATATTAATGATTCAAACATTGGATTATTTTTACGAAATGTACTTGGTCTTAAATTTTTAATATAATTTACGGACTCATAAAATATATGTAAATGTATGATTTATATATATTTTTATTTATTTTTATATTTTCTTCTTCCATTTATTTTTGCAACATATACATTCATTATTTGTAGTATATCTTTTGTTATTTCTTCTTCTGGTGTTTCTTCTTCTTTTTTATTTATTATTTTTATTTCTCCGCTTGAATATGTATTTATTATCCATTCTATTAACTCATATCCAAATCTAGCCAATCTATCTTTATACGCTATTACTACTTCATTTAATTCTCCATCTATCGCCATTTTTATTAATTTTTTTAGTCCAGGTCTTTCCATATTTATTCCACTTCCAATATCTTTTATTATAAGATGATTAGGATATTTTTTTTTCATATAATATATTTGATTATCTAAATCACTGGATTGTTTTTTAGATGAAATTCTACAATAACATACATTTATTTTCTCTTTTTTATTCAGTCCATTTACTCTTAAATATTTATCTAAATTATATAATCTATGACCTCCATTTGTTCTTTTAACATCTATTAAACCTTTTTCTTCCATCCGATAAAGTGTTTGATAATGTACTTTTAAAACATCCAATACTTCTTTTCTTCTTACATATTTTGTCATTATTATACATACTTATAAATAATTTTTATATAAAATATTATTAAAAAGTATTTAAAGATATGTTTATAAATACAATTTATAATATGTAATGTTTTGGAATAATGAATGTACCAAATTATCCAAATCATTATGGATTCCTTCCAAAACAATTAATTTAAAACAAAACAAAAAAAAATATTTTAAATGTGATAATCCAAATATTACTTTTAATTATTTCACTGACAATACTAAAATCAATAAAAAAATTAAATTTAACGAGATCAAAATATCTGACAATCATAATAAAAAAGAGAAACTTAGAAATAAACTCATTAAAACAGAGAATACAAGATATTTAAAGGAACAAAACAATAAAAAATGCAAATTAAATAAAGATCAATTAGAAGAAAAACATAAAAATTTTCTTGATAAAATTGAACTGAAGGTCAATCAATTGGATGGGTTTATAAGATCACGAAAAATTCAATTATTCCTTAATAACAAACAAAAAAATATTATACAACAATGGATTTATGATACAACATCTATTTATAATAAACTAGTATGTAATTTTAGTCAAATATATCATAAATATCAAACAATCGTAAATAATATGGATGTTCAAAATAAATCTTATCATTTAGGAAAATTAATCAAACAAAACACTGAATTTCCTATCAATTTTCATAAATTAAGAGCATTAAAATGCAATGATTTTATTCAAGATTATAATAGAATTCCTTATTGTGTCGTTGCGGATATAATAAAAGAATTTGTGACAAATGTAAAATCATGTATTACAAAAATATCTAAAGGACAAATAACTGAATTTAAATTTAAATATAAAAAATACAATAGAGTTTATTCATCTATTCCTTTAGAATCACATTATACCACTGGAAAAGGTTTTTATCCATCTATTTTTGGTGAAGTAAAAACTAATGAAAATAATTTTTCATGGTTAGATGTCAAGCATGATTATAAATTAATTTATGATAAATATTCGAATAAATATTATATTCATGTTCCTAAATATGTTTATCGAAACAAACCTTTAATGAGAAAACCTATTGCAATAATGGATCCAGGAGCACGAACATTTCAAACAGTTTATGGCTTAGATCATTTCATTACTATAGGAGATGATTTAGGATCTACTTTTAAAAAAAGATTATTAAAAATAGATAATTTAAAATCTAAATTATCCAAACCAGGAAAATATAAATTTAATAAAAAATTAGGTAAAAAAACAAAAGTAAAAAAATGGAAATATAAAAGAGCTATTGATAGGCATCATAAAAAGATGGATCATATACAACAAGAATTACATTATAAAACAGCTAATTATTTATGTAGTAATTATGATCGTATTGTAGTAACTAATTTTAGTGATAAGAAAATTGGTTCAAAAAAGAACGATTTAGGTGCGATAACAAAAAGAATTTTAGGAAAACTATCTCATTATAAATTTAGACAACGCCTTCAAACAAAAAGTGAGGAGTATGGTTGTCAATATTATGAGGTAGATGAGTCCTTCACAAGTAAAACATGTTGTAAATGTGGAAATATACATAAGACATTAGGGTCGTCAAAAATATATGATTGCACCAAATGTAAAAATAAAATAGACAGAGATATGAATGCAGCAATATGTATTCTGATAAAAAATAAAAATATATTATTAAAATAAAAAAATAAAGAAGAGCGGTCTGCTTCTTAATGGGAAATGTGGTAGATGTATAAAAAATATCTATAATAACATAGATTCATACATTTACATATTTTTTAAGTGATCGGATTCATTTAAACTAAATCCATAGTTTTTTATTAAAAAATAAGCTAAAACACAAGCAGATCTATGATGACCTCTTTTACAATGTATCAAAAAAGGTATATTATTTGTTGTTAAATATGAAATGACATTATAACAATCTTCCATAATTTTTATGAAATATTGATTGTGTTCATAATCATTATTTAATGGAAAATTCAAATAATTAATAAAATCATATTTATTAAATATATCGTACGTGACATTTATAATATATTTAATATTGTGTTTTGTAATAAAATCTAAATCTTGCGCTGCAAATTTATTACCCAACCAAATATTATTAATAATTTCAGTGGCGTTTGTTTCTTCTCGAAATTTCATTGATATGGATTTATAATATATTTATTGAATTATATTATATTTTGGAACTGAAAAAATATAATATAATAAATTATTGATTTGCTTGAATAATTTTTAGTTTACGACAATCATTTATACCTTTTTCCAAAATTTTATTTCTTCGATTCATTTCTTCAAGTAAATTTTGAGATAAATAATTTAATTCCTGTAAATTTTTTCTAAGACTATCAACATCGATATTATTTCCAGACATACTATATTATATCATAACATTAAATTTTAGTAAAAATACATAAATGTTAATCTTGAGCAATTAGAATTTAAGTTTTTTTTTGGGTTGGATTATATTCTTCAACAGTTTTTATATTTTCAACAGCTTCAGTATTAAGATTATCAATTGTATCTGTATTTAAATTACCAATATCTTTAGAACTAATATTATTAACTTGTGCTTTCAAAGCATTAGCTATTCCTACAATATTTCCACTTACGTGTTTCCTTAAATTGTTTGAGTCATTATTTATATCATTAATATTATTTTTTAGTGTTACTTGTTGTTTTCTTAAAATATTTAATCGTTGTCTTAATTCATCAGCTAATTTTTGAAGACCAGTATTTAATGTTGAATCTTGAGCAACAGGTTGTGCAATCATTTTATTTGTATTAAGTGAATCATATATTGTAAGATTATTATTAATAGCATCAACAAGTGCAGTATATATAGATTGTATTTCATAAATATTTTTACCCATATTAGCTCGTCTAAAAGTTATAGAATTCAATAAATACATTAAATTATAACTGCTGTTAATAAGATTATCATCAATAACTTGATAATTTTTCATATATCTACCAATATAATCAATAGATTGTCTTAAAAATTCTTGATAATTTGTTAATATTCTTGCTTGGGTGTTAAAATTAGTATTTTTAAATTCATTGCTATTCGCAATATAATCAGCTAATGAAATATTAAATCCATATAAATTTTTATAAAAAGTTGTGTCACGCACAAAATCTTTGTTTTCACTCAAATTTATCAAAGATGATAAATCTAAATTACCAGCTTCATTAGAAAAATTTTTAATAGCTGAAGAACATTGATCAGCATATTGTTTAAGGAAATCAGGATTACCTCCTAGATAATGTAATAAACATTCTCTACTTATTTTATAATTTCCTATATTTAATACTCTGTCATTTTGTAAATTTTTATTAAAATCTATAGCACTTGAATATTTTAATCTAGCTAAATGTGTTCTTATTTTTTTTAAAATATCTAAAACATCATTATTTGTTGATGCTACAACAGTATTATTTTTCCTTTCGGTTGTTTCTGTTTGAGGTACGGAAACAGAAATTATATCTGTATTTTGACTTTCAGACATTACACGTATATAATATATTAATATTTTAAGAAAAAGTTTGTATTATATGATTAATAAATAATGAATCATATAATTAATTAACGTGATGCTTTAGAATTAGCGGCTTTTTTGTTATTAGATTTGTTACCTCCTTTGGAACCACCTTTTTTAGAAGCAGTTGATTTGGGGCTTGATTTTTCTGAGGCTTTATTTCCCGCTCTTTTACTTCCGGATGATTTAGTGGAGTTCTTTTTATTTGAAGATTGTGATTTTTTATTTGAACGTGAACTCTTGGATCCTCCAAGTTGTTCAGGTACAGGAATCTTTTTAATTTTATTTCTGTAATGATATACAATAATTTTTTCTTGTCCATCGGTATTAATAGTAAGTTCTTGTGGTTTGTCAAGTTTGAGACGTGAAGCTTCATAACCATAATATTTTCTGGGACTTCCACGAGTTGATTCTCTTAGAATAATAGTTGATTGTTTAGGAATAGGTTTCTTTTCTGATTTAAGTTTTTGAAGAGTTTTAGTATAAGCTTTACTGGCAGCTTGTTTAGGAGTACCACCAGTATATCTACCATAAGATTCATGAGTTTTAGGATCTACAAGTTTAAAATAACGATCTTTTGATTCTTCTTTTGATTTAGAAGATTTTTTATTACCAGATTGTGATCCTTTTTTAGTGGATTGTTTAGCAGTTTTACTACCTTTACCTTCTACTTTACCACCTTTAGCTTCAGTTTTTTTGGTTGATTTTCCCGTTGATTTACTCTCTTTTTGAGATACTTGTGATTTTTTATTTGATCCTTTTTTGGATGTTTGAACATTTTCTGAACTGGTTTCAGAAGTTTGTTGTTCTTCAGTTTCTTCTTGAGCTTGAACGTTTTTTTTGTTTCTAGTTGACATCTTCTTATCCTGATATACCAATATTATCATTTTTTTATATCATTTTCAAAAAATATTAAATGTCTAATTAAAAAAAATTTTTATAGTTAAGATAATTATATTTTTTAGAAGTAATTTTTATTTTTTTTCATATTTGAGAGCACAATGCACTATCAAATAAAAAGTTCAAAAAATTATGTTCTTACAATATTATTTCTTGAAACAAAACAATAAAATACGATTTTGTTAAAAAAAATTATTAGTATAAATTAAATGGCAAAAAACGATTCTGGTATCAGGGACATAAAAAATCAACATCTTAGATTTTTTTATAAAAAATATACTGATCAAATCATAAATTTTGAAAAACATATTGCCAGAATTTATGACTATTGGGTTATTGATATTAATAGTAGAAATTATATTCTTCAAAAACTGGATAATTTAATTAGACAAATGATAAAAATATACAATAACAATTTAGTTGAAATTTATAAAGATCATGGTGGTAATCCATCAAATTTAACCACAAATTTAGAATATTCATACAAAAATACACCATATTTTAATTTATATCAAGGTGTTTTTATGGTAAATTGCATAGATAATGATGTTAAGAATAATCCTTTTACTGAAACTAGAAAAGAACTTATTCTTTTGGCAAAAGAAAATGGATATTATAATATGAGTAGTTTCCTTGATTTATATTTTGGTAACAAAAATATAAACTTCATTAACAGTTCAGATAATGAATTATTTGAATTGTATGATAAAGTTTTTGTACCGTTAAATATTATTGTAAAAAAATTAAAAAAAGACAATAATATTATTGATATAAATAAAATACAAATAACAAAAATACCTGGTAAATGTGATGGTCAAATAGAAAATACATGTAAAATAATTATACCATTTGAAATATTATCATGCAAAATTATTTTTGAAGGATACATCGCTTCTGATGTTTTAAATGCATATATAAGAACATCGCAAATATACTCGAGATATTTATTTAACATAAAAAATGAGGCAAAAAATATTGTGAAAAAAATGTACACTGATATTGATGATTATTTTATTGAAAGATATACAAAATTTATAAATAGTAACTATTTTTTCGTCTATAATACTGAGCAGTTAGCACAAAAAATACATCAAGATTTTGTAACTTATTGTGATATCAGTACAAAAAATTTTAATATAATTATGAAAGAGTTTGTACATAGTGATATATTAACCATGTTTAATTATATTAATTTATTATTAATTGGTGATGAACAATGTATTAATAATGCTGGATTATTATTTAATTTATTAAAAGATAGAAAAATTGGAAGCGAAACATTAAGTGATATCATATTCCATAATTTATCATTTTTCTCGCAAATAAAATTAAAAAAAGTCACAAACTCTATTAAAACTGAACTGGCAAGAATAAAAACATTAACACCAGAAAATATTTCTATTGAAAAAAAATTAGCCACAATGATAAATATGCCAGATAACGTAAAAAGTTATATTTTGGAGAAAAATAATGAAATTAAAACTGGAGAAAATAATTATAAACTACAAATGGCTATTAACGGACTAATGCAATTTCCCTGGAAACCAAAAGATCCAAATAGTTTTTACACACAAATTAAAAATTCCATGACAAAATCTAGAAATTATCTTCAAAATGTAGCAAAAAAATTAAATGAAACTGTTTACGGACATGAAAACAGTAAAAAAGTATTAATAGAACTTGTTGGTAAATGGATTCAAAATCCAGAATCAACTGGACAAGTAATAGGATTAGTTGGTCCTCCTGGAGTTGGTAAAACTTTATTAGCAAAAGGTATTAGTTCAGCACTTGGTATACCTTTATCAATTGTAGGTCTTGGTGGAATGAGTGATTCAGCCGATTTAATAGGACATAGTTTTACTTATGCTGGTGCACAATATGGTATGATTGTACGTCAAATGATTAAGGCTGGAAGTTGGAGATGTGTAATGTTTTTTGATGAAGTTGATAAAGTATCAAAAAGAAATGACACAAACGAAATTTATAATACTTTAATACATATTACAGATCCAAATATGAACCAAAATTTTCAAGATAGATTTTATTCTTCTTCAATTGATTTTGATTTGAGTGGTGTGTTGGTAGTATTTTCTTATAATAATTCGGATAAATTAGATCCTATTCTTCTTGACAGAATAAAAGAAATAAAAATATCAGCTTATTCAGTCAAAGAAAAAATATCCATTGCTCAAAATTATATATTAAAAGAGTTATGTGAAAATATAGGATTTGATAGAAATAAAATTCAAATAGATGATGACATTATTAAATACATAATTGAAAAATATACAATGGAAGCTGGTGTTAGAGAATTGAAAAGAAAACTTGAGCAGATATTGTTAAAAATTAATATTGACAGATTCTACATGAGAGGTCCATTCAGAAAATTATTAAAAAAGAAATATCAAGAACAAAAAGTGGATGAAGAATTAAATATTGACACTGAAAAATCACCTGATAAAGATGATATATCTTATTTTATCGAACACAAAAAAAGTAAACTTGAGGATGCGACAGATAATAAAATTCTTGATAAGATTTTTAATTTAAAAATCGAGGAAAAAATTATTATTTGTAAAGAATTAGTACATAAATATCTTGATAAACCAGCATTAACAACTGAAAAAATTCATAAATCAGATATGATCGGTGTTATTAATGGTTTGTATGCCACATCAGTTGGTATGGGAGGTATAATACCAATACAAATTTATAAAAATTATTTTGGAGATAATAAAAATAGTGAAGATATCCAATTAAAAATAACTGGAAATCAAAAACAAGTAATGAAAGAATCTGTAATTTGTGCATTAACTACAGCCATAAATTTACTTAATAAAAAAACAAAAGAAAATATTTTTAAAGAATTTCCATATGGTTTCCATGTACATGCACCAGATGGTGGTACTCCGAAAGATGGACCATCTGCTGGTTGTGCTTTTACAACAGCATTTGTTTCATTACTTTTGGGTAAAAAGATTAATCGTTTTATTGCAATGACAGGTGAAATTGAATTAACTGGAAAAATTAGTAAAATTGGAGGTCTCGATGCTAAATTAGCCGGAGCAAAAAAAGCTGGTATAAAATGTGTTTATATTTGTGGTGAAAATCGTGAGGATTATGAAGCTATTAAAAAGAAGAGTCCTGAATTATTTGAAAAAGATTTTGAAATAAAAATTGTTGATCATATAATTGATATTGTTACAGATCCAAATGTAATAATTGATGTTAAACAAAATGATTTTGACGAAAATATTTATAATTGTTTGAAAAAAAAAGGCACAATAAATTTATAATTGTGGTTTAAAATAATAAAATATAATCGAGTTGATATTCAATGAGTAAAAAATTAGATTATAAAATAAAACCATTTTGGACATATGAAACTTGTATTGGAGATAATACAAATATTTCAATTAGATGTTACAATACAGTATCATATAGCGATTATTATAATTTTTTGGGAAAATTTATTTCAGAACAAAGTCATCGTATTCAATACATTTCAAGTCCTTCGAAACAATAACTGGTGGAATATGTTGTTTTATTAAATTATCAGGAAGAGATGAAGTTATTTTTGAAAATGGTAGTGCATAATTTTACGCAAAAAAATTTTATTGAAAAAATATTTTTAATAAAATTTTTTATACTGATTCACAAATAAACACATCACAATCATTATTTTATATAATTCCATAAACTAATAAATATATTAATTAATTTTGTGATAATAGAATCAGATTGAAACATAATGATATTTTCATTCAACCAAGTGATTAGATTTTTCAATTAAATTTTTCAATTAAAATAATCCACTAATATTATATTTTTGGGTATTTTTAACATATAAACTTGAAAAATTTATTTTCTGGACTATTTTTTATTTTATCGGACAAATATTTATAAAATGATTTAAAATTGAAATAAATTAAGGATAAAAAAATTGATATAAAGATATAATATTATAATATTTATTACTACTTAAAAGGTAGGATGTCATATTATAAAGAATATTTTTATGTTGATTTAAAAAATTTTTTTTATCTCGAAAAAAACAAATTTCATAAGATAAAAAATAGACCGGTTTTTAATTTACACGAAGAATTATTAAAATTTTTAAACACTCGTCATGATAATTTATCAGATTATGATGATATGGATATTCAAACTGATTCAATATTGGTAAATCAGTTTCCAAATGCGATTCTTTTAGGTAACAAAAAAGATGAAAAAGAAGGGGAAAATAATGAAAATGATGAAGGGGTAAAAGAAAATATTACTGAACCAGATAATATTAATATTTGGGACCTAGTTAATAATTTAGAAAAAGAATCGAAACCAATTGCCTCAGATACTTTATTATCTGAAACAGATGATATGGAACAAAATAAAATATGCTGTGGTTGTGGTTCAAAAGGAACATTAATTGAAGATATTCAATCAAGTGTGATTGTTTGTTCTGAATGTGGAGTGATTAATGATGAATTAATTGATAGAGGACCAGAATGGCGTCAATATAATAACGATGATGGTCGTGGTGAAGGAATAAATAGATGTGGTTGTCCCTCAAATCCATTTTTTCCAAAATCATCACAAGGAACTATTATTGTTGGTGCAAATAATAGTAGATTAAAACGCAAACAAAAATGGAATTCTACTGTTTATAAAGAACGTAGTTTAAATAATGTTTTTGAATATATTACGACGATTTGTAATAATAATAATATACCAAAAATAATTACAGATTCTGCAAAAATATTATATAAAAGATTAAGTGATTGTAAACATAAAACAGGAACTAATAAAGGAAAACAAATTATCATAAGAGGGAATAATAGATCAAGTATAATAGCGGCTTGTGTTTTTAAAGCATGTGAAATGAATAAACATCCTAGAAGTGTAAAAGAAATAGCCCAATTTTTTGCGTTGGACGAGAAGAAAGTTACTAAGGGTAACAAACATTTTGAAAAAATAATGAAAAATGCTGATGATAATTTTATTATTATTGATCAAATAGACCCAAACACAGCGGAAGATTATATTAAACGCCATTGTCCTAAATTAAAAATTAGTAAGCCATATGCAGAAATGGCTGTTAGAATTGCAAATAACTGTTGTAGAATGAAATTAGCATCAGATCATGGACCATTAGCATTAGCTGCTGCTTCAATACTTGTTATGGCTAATTATTATTCGTTAAATATTGATAAAAAAGTTATTGCTCGATTAATTGGTACTTCAGATGTAACCATTGGAAAAATTTATAATAAAATAGCACCATATTGTCAAGCTCTTGTGGACAATGAAGCCACAGATTATCTTATCAAAAAATTTAAAATTAATGGATAAAAAATTGATTTATTTATTGATATCAATATATAAATCAATATTACATTTATTAAAATAAAAATGTCAAAATATAACGAAAATATTTTTTCGTCTGATGAAAGTAGTGATGAGGATTTTAATGAAATAAAATTTCAGGATGAAGATGAACCAGAAAATGAACCTATAATTAAAAATCCAACGCAAAATATTCCAAAAGTCAAACCTAATCTACTTGTAGGTAATAGAACATTAACAGATTATATTTTAATTGACGCTAAAAAATATTCGTTTAAGAATTGGAAAGAATGTTTTCCTGATAATAATGTAAAACTAAGATCTTTAATATTTAATCCTGCGTGGAATGAATTTTTTGATAGTATTGAAAATAGAAAATATTTTAATGTTTTAGAAGAAGATTTATCAAATTGTTTAAAAAGTGGAAAAAATATAGTACCATATCCAGAATTATTATTTAATATCTTTAATGTTATTTCTCCAAAAAAAATTAAAGTGGTAATTATTGGTCAGGATCCATATATTGCGCAATGTATTCCAGGTGTTCCACAAGCAATGGGACTTAGTTTTTCAGTACCAATGAATTGTGAAATACCACCGTCTCTTAAAAATATTTACAAAAATTTATTAGATTTTAAAAATATTGTATCTATACCGGATCATGGATGTTTGGCGTCTTGGGTAGTTCAAGGATGTTTTTTATTTAATGCTGCATTAACAACCATATTAAAAATATCCAATGCTCATAAAAAACTTTGGGAAAATTTTGCTAAAGATTTATTGAAATACATTACAGATAAATATCAAAATCTTGTATTCATTGTCTGGGGTAAATTTGCACATGAAATGTGTCAAAATATTGATCCAGAAAAACACTGTATTATTACAAGTTCACATCCTTCACCACTTGCAAAACTACCCTTTGGTGGAACAACATATGGTAAAAATAAAAAATACACAAAATATCCTCTATTTAAGGATGTAAATCATTTTGGTATAGCAAATAAATATCTTAAATCTCATGGTAAAGGTGAAATATTATGGGATGTTTTATAAAACTTGATATAGAGCCAACATATATATTGTATATTATTAAATGAATAAAATACAATATATATTTTGTGATTACACAATGATAACGGTATATTTATATACCGTACTCAAATATTATGTATTTGAATCTGATATTTATAATTTACAATTCGTTGTTGCACTATTATTTTCTTTTTCCATTAATTTATTAAGTCATGGTTATAATAAAATGTCTGAAAATAATCGTGACACACTTATGTTTGTGTGTCATTTTCTGTTTATGAAAACATTATTTGCCATATTTTGTAATATCATTCTTTATTTTTATGGAATAATATTTTATTACGGATTTATTGAAACAATAATATTCTTATCTTCAATTTATACATTTATTACATGTAAATCATGTCAAGAAATTAAAGAATCTAATAATTTTAAAATTGCGCAAATACAAAAAATTTATTCAATTATTTATAAAACATTTAGTAAAATAAAACATTTTTTCGTTGAAAAAAACTATCACAATAAATTTATGGAATTTATTAGTTACTTATTCAAAAATATTTATATTCATGTATCAAGTATCAATAGTTTACTATATGAAAATAAAAGATCCAAAATATTATACACTAATTTAAGTAATGTTATGGGAGAAATAAAATTAAGAACAATTAATGCACTTGTGCCTATTTTTATGAGTAAATTTATGCCTCCCTCATTTTTTACCGCTCCTAATTTTGAAGATGATTTAGGTTTTAATTTTGATAATGATTATAAAAACTTGTTAAATAATAATATGAATATGGACTTTTTAAAAAACTCATCTATTAGTGATTTTGATAATGTCGAAGATTTGGACGAAGTTGAAGTAACACCCACAGTAAATAAATCTGAAGATGAAAATATTATTAAAAATCAAAATACGGATAAAAAACTTAGTGATAACATAGGAAATTTAAACTCTTCTCAACCAACAAGAGAAGAATTAAGGAAGAGGCTTAGACAAAAAATTAAATCTAAAAGAGGTGGACAGCCTGATTTTGATAGAGTATTAGAATCAGCTCTTACCAAAAATAATATTGAAAAAGTCATGAAACAAATATCAAGTGGTGGTATTAAACTCAATTAAAATTAATCTATTATAACAGCTTAATTTTAATATTAGTGTTTTTATAAAAAAATTGAATAATTAATAAATATTATAAAAATAAGATCTATATAAAATATTATTAAACAAATTAATGTCCAAAAAAAGTAAAGAAGTAGAAGATGTAAATTCAAATTACGACTCAGAACCATTTTTTGGAATTTTGGATTTGTTTTTTGAAAGAAACAATCAAACATTAGTAAGCCATCATATTGAATCTTTCAATCAGTTTATAGAAGAAACAATCCCAAGTATATTACGTGGTGGAGATAATATTATTTCAGAAAAAACAACTGAAAATAAAGTAATTAGATATCGTTTGACATTTGATGATTTGGGTATTAAACCACCATCACTTGATAATGACGAAGGATTATTATATCCTCTTGATGCTATTAGAAAACAATTATCCTATTCATCAAAATATACAGCAACAATTACACAATGGCAAGATATTGTGGATATAAGTACAGGAAAAACAGAGACAAGAATTATTGGTGCACCTGAAAAAGATGTACCAATTGCTAAAATTCCTATCATGGTAAAAAGTAAATATTGCAATTTAACCTTGAGACCTGATTTATCGTGTAAACATTGTAGATATGATCAAGGTGGATATTTTATTGTTAACGGAAGTGAAAAAGTAGTTCTATCTGTTGAATCTATGATACGTAGAAAACCTATGGTATTCACTCAAAAAGATCAAAATTCATTAATTTATTATGTGAGAGTTTTATCACAACCAGCTACTCAATTAGTAGGAAATCCTCAAACATTTACTATTCGTATGAAAAAAGATAATTCTATTGTATTAACTGTTCCTTATTTTAAAGATGTATCAATTTTCACATTAATTCGCGCACTTGGTATTGAAAATGATGAAGATATAGTTGATGCAATATTAGATGTAAGACGTGAAAAAGATTTACTTAATCAATTGTCCATTTCTATGAATTCACAAAATTCACCTTCACTTACTCGTGAAGAAGCCATGGAAAAAATGATTGATAGTTTAAAATCAGCAAAAAATTATGGTGATGCAAATCCTGAAGTAAGAGCACAACAAAAAAGAAAATATGTGGAAAAAATCATGACTCAATATATTTTACCACATGTAACTTCCGGAACTAATAATCCTAACATTGATATGACTTATAAAGCTTATTATATTTGTTATATGGTGCATAAATTACTTAAATGTTTTGTTAGAGGTTCAAGAGAAGTTGAAGAGTATCGTGGTTGTGATGATAGAGATTCCATGACAAATAAAAGAATAGATTTAACGGGAACTCTTCTTGGTTCGCTATTTAAACAATTTTATGATAAAATGATAAATGATTGTAATAAAATATTCCGAACTAAAAATGCTGATGATAAAAAACCACCAAATATTATACCTCATATTAAAGCGAATACCATAGAACAAGGATTAAGACAAGCTTTATCAACTGGTGTATTTGGAAGTCAAGCCAGAAAAGGGTTATCACAAATGTTAAACAGAATGAATCATTTACATTCGTTATCATATTTACGTAGAGTAATTACACCTACTGTAGATGCATCCACAAATAAAATGACAAGTCCTCGTCACTTGCATAATACACAATATGGTTCTATGGATCCATTAGAAACTCCTGAAGGTTTGTTTTTATGAGCCTCAGTCATGACAAAATCATGGCTAGTCTGCAGATACGCAGGCGACACATTCAAATTGCGGGAACGACTTTAAAAATTGATAAAAAGTTCACATTTATTAAAGAAATTAATATTATTACTACATCAAAAATGTCACACAAAACTAAAAATTCTGGATCAAAAACAACAAGTAATTCAAAAAATTCTGGTAAAAAAGAAATTTGGAAATCAATTCCAGATTTTAAAAATTATGAAGTATCCAATAATGGAAATATACGAAATAAAAATACGAAAAAAATCAGAAAATTACAGTTAAAAATGGGTTATCATTATTGCTGTTTATCAGAAAATAACAAAAGTAAAAATTTCAGAGTTCATAGACTAGTTGCTAAATTATTTGTCAAAAATCCAAATAAATATGATATTGTTAATCATCTTGACGGTAATAAATTAAATAATAATTATAAAAATTTAGAATGGACAACAATCAGTGGAAATAATCAACACGCAGCTGATAATAATTTGACAAATGTAACAAAAAGAAGAATTACACAATATGTAGGTGATCAATTGTATGCAGAGTATAATTCACTCTCAGAAGCAAGTAAAGCAACTGGTTTTCATATGTCTCGAATTGTTGAAGTATGTAAAGGTAGTAGAGAAGAGTATGAAGGTTATATATTTAAATATACTGACGAAAATCCAAATGAAAAAGAAATAGATCCAAAAAAAGAAGGATTCAAAAATATTAAAACATTTCCAAATTATTGGATTAATTCAAAAGGTCAGATATATAGTAAACCATTCAAGAAATTTATGAAATTAAATAAACATAAAACTGGTTGTTTACAATTACAATTAAGTAAAAAAAATCCAGATGGGGAAGGAATAATTAAAAAAACAGTACTCGTGCATAATCTTGTTGCAATATATTTTTTAAATAAACCAGAAGAAGAAGAATTTAATTGTGTGACTCATATAGATGGTGATAAAAGTAATAATGACGTAAAAAATTTAAAATGGAAATATGTGGCAGGAATAAAGCCAAATTTTAATATCTAATTTCATTTACTCCTAAGTATATATCGAAAGATATATATGGTGATAGTTAATTCCTATCAGAGGAAAAAGGTAAATGGAAATAAAGTTAATCCGCAGCGAAGCTCCTAAATCCGTTATGCGAGGACATGGAGAACGTTCAACGACTAAATGGATGTGGGCATGAGAAAAAGTAGCGATTTTCGATGATTGCTTAAGATATAGTCTACTCCCACCAGTGATGGTGCAATTGACAAGGTTAAATTATCCGTATCAAGGTCGTAAACGACAGGTAATATTAATCGAATCAATTGGAACAAGGATATTCAGAGGAAATGCTGAATGGAGTTCGGTACAAAGGCCAAAAACAGGAATAGTTAAAAATATGACTATGATGGAATCAATAACAATAAGTATGAATTCACAAATACCTATCATAGAAAATTATTTATCAGGGAAAATAATTCCACTTGAATCTGTTAATCGTAAAAAATTACACACATATGTCAAAGTATTTATTAATGGTAATTGGATAGGTGTTACAGATAATATTATTAAAATACATAATGATTTAAGAAACATGAGATTTAGAGGAGAACTTCATAAACATGTTTCATTTGATTTAAATTTCAGATTAGCAGAATTTAATATTTATACAGATGGTGGAAGATTAATTCGTCCATATCTTACGGTTACAGACAATCAGTTAAATTTCAAACCAGAAATGTTAGATCAAGTAAGTTCTTGGGATGAATTAATGGCTAAATTCCCAAATATTATTGAATATGTTGATAAAGAGGAAGAGCAAAATATGATGTTAGCTGTATTTCCTCAATATATTGAAGAAGCCAGAAAATTAATGATGAAAAAATCACTTAATAATGCTAAAGAAATAGATAAAGTTAATCATACAAATAGATATGATGGACACGTATACCAAAGATATACTCATTGTGAAATACATCCATGTATGATTTTGGGATTAATTTCGTCTAACATTCCATTCCCAGATCATAATCAATCTCCTCGTGGTATTTTCCAATACAATCAAGCTAGGCAAGCTATGGGATTATATATTTCTGATTATCGTGAAAGAACAGATATCAGTTACATATTATACCATACGCAAATACCATTGGTAACATCACGAGCATCAAAATATACAGGAACACATATATTCCCAGCTGGAGAAAATGCTATTGTAGCAATTGCAAGTTATACAGGGTTAATGGTTAGCCCATGTCACAGCCAAAACTGTGGCAAGTCTACGTTGTGGTAGGCGACACTTCCAAACTGCGGGGAAATCTTGTAAGTCTCAATTACCAAACATTAATTGGAAACTTTAATGTGGCTTTGGGTAATTCTCAAAGGTATGGTAAAAATATTGAGAATAGAGATGATCCGCATCCAAGCTCCTAAATGATTAATTTCACATGGAGAAGGTTCAACGCATAGATGGTAGTGGGCTGCTTTAACAAGTGGCTTAAGGTATATGCTAAACCCAGTCGAAAGATTGATTAGCTCTAGGTAATATATTCCCACAACAATAGGATTTATTACTGAAAGTTAATGACCAATGACACTGAGAGGAAATGCTCAGAAGATGGTTGGTATAATTGTTAACCAGGAAGACAGTTTATTAATGAATGAATCAGCTATTCAAAAAGGTTTTATGAGAGCTCAAGCATTAAAGAAATATTTTGAGACAATTAAAAAGAATCCAGCATCTTCACAAACTGGTATATTTATGAAACCAGATCCAAATAAAGTAGATAATCTTAAAGATGCAAATTATGATAAGCTATCAGAAGAAGGATATGCTAAAGTAGAAACAGTTATTCGTGATGGTGATGTTATTATTGGTATGGTAAATCCTAAACCAACAACACGAGAAGATGAAAAACCTTACAAAGACAGTTCAACTATATATAAATCACTTGTACCAGGAGCCATTGATAAAGTGATAACTGAGGTAAATAGTGATGGTTATCCTATTATTAAAATAAGAGTAAGATCAGAAAGAATACCAGCTGTTGGTGACAAATTCTCATGCTATGACACAAAGACTGAAGTTTTAACAGATAAAGGTTGGTTATATTTTAAAGATCTAACAGAAAATCATAAAATTGCTACACTTATTGATGGAGAAAAATTAGTATACGAATATCCTGAAGCAATACAAAAATATAACTACAAAGGAAAAATGTATAAAATTAAAACAAATCAAGTTAATTTATGTGTTACACCAAATCATAAAATGTGGGTTGCTCCAAGAGGAACAACAACAAATATGAAAAAATATAAACTCGAAAGAGCTGATGAAATATTTGGAAAAAGAAGATTTTATCTAAAAAATATTAAAAAACTAGAAAATAAATTAGAAAATAAAGTATTTATTATTCCGGGAGCTAAAAACTTGCCTGAAATTAAATTAGATATGAAATCTTGGTTGACATTTTTCGGAATATGGATAGCTGAGGGTTGTATTAAAGATAATTGGGCTATAACATTTGCAACACACAAAGAAAGAGTCAAGGAAAAATTAAAAAAAGTATGCGATAAAATGAACATGGAGATTAAATACGCATACGATAAAAAAGGTGATAAAGAAAAGGGTATTACTAATATATGGCATATACCAGATAAAAGATTAGTTAATTTTATGGAAAAATATAACGTTGGTGCTGTAAATAAATATCTACCGGATTGGACTTGGGAATTAACAACAAATCAATGTAAATGGTTAATAAATGGTATGATGCTTGGTGATGGACATTGGATGAAAAATGGTACAATGAGATATGATACATCTTCTTTAAAATTAGCAAATGATTTCCAAAAATTATGTTTACATGCAGGTTGGTCAACAAATATTAAAATTAAGAGTAAAAAAGGTTACACAACATATATTGAAGGAAGAAAAGTAGTAAGTACAACAGATGCATATCGTTTAACAATTATAAACAAACAAAATAATCCAAAAGTTAATAAAACAACTCAACAAGATAAATGGGTTGATTACAATGATAATGTTTATTGTTGTACAGTTTCAAGTGGAGTTATATATGTAAGAAGGAATGGAATAGCAGTATTTTCTGGTAATAGTAGAGCAGGTTCTTTTGAGCCTGAGTCAATGCAAACACATTGGCTAGTCCGAGAAACAGTGGGCAACATAACCAAATTCGGGGGAAAACCGGTGAGGTTCTCAATACCAAACATTTAAAGAAATTTAAATGTGGCCTCAAAGTTAATGAGGGTATGGTAACAAGTTGAGAAATACGGTTAATCCCGAGCGAAGTCACTAAACTTCTTTTAGAAGCATGTGAAACGTGTACAGACTAGACGGTTATGGGCCAGAAATGGCTTAAGGTATAGTCGAGTCCCATCGGAAACGATGCTGTTTTGTAGATTTATTAATTCTGTTTCATTAGATTAGTAAGTCGAATTAACAGGAACAATGATTTCTTGAGTAAATGCTTGAATGAGTTCGGTATAAACGCAAAAAGGTACAGTTGGATTTAAAATTCATAGAGCAGATATGCCATTTACTAAATCTGGACTTGTGCCAGATATTATTATTAATCCTAATTGTATGCCAAAACGTATGACCATTGGACAATTGATTGAATGTCTATTAGGAAAAGTATGTGCTATTAAAGGAGTATATGGTGATGCGACACCATTTACAGGTGTAGATATTAATAAAATAAATGATGAACTAGTTTCATACGGATATGAAGCATGGGGAAATGAAACAATGACAAATGGTATGACGGGAGAAAAAATGCATGTCAAAATATTTATTGGTCCGACATATTATCAGCGTTTAAAACAAATGGTGGGCGATAAAACTCACTCTAGAGCGCGTGGACCGACACAATTGTTAACGAGGCGGAAGGCTGCCTCAGTCATGACAAAATCATGGCTAGTCTGCAGGTACGCAGGCAACACGTTCAAATTGCGGGGACAACTTAAAATATTGATAAAAAAATTAGTAATACAATAACTGACGAATTATAAATTTAATGTCAAAAAAAGATGAGATTTGGAAAAAAATTAAATTACAAAATTTAAAAGGTAATTATGAAATATCAAACTATGGTCTTGTTAGAGATAAAAGTGGTAAAATAAAACCAAGAAATATTAGATCAGGATATCTTAATATTATTTTACCTTCAAAAGAGGAAAATAAAATTATTTCTAAAAAGATACATAGACTTGTTGCAGAAATATTTATTAAAAATGATGATCCGGAAAATAAAAATGTTGTTAATCATAAAAATGGAGATAAATATGATTGTAGAGTTTCAAATTTAGAATGGACTACATATTCTGATAACGCTCAACATGCAGTGGATAATGAATTAATTCCAAAAATTATTAAAGGAGTTATTAAATATGATTTAGATACTGGTGAAGAAATAGAAAAATATGATTCAATACAAGAAGCCAGTAAAATTAATAATATAGATGATGGATATATTTGTAAAGTTTTATCTGGTGAGAGGAAAAAAGCTAAAGGATATGGATGGAAATATGTTAATGAACAATCCAATAATAAAGAAATTGACTTGTCTAAATACAAACAAATTATTGGATTTCCAAATTATTTAATAAACAAAGAAGGAAAAATATATAGTTTATCATACAAAAGATTTATGAAATTTCAAACAACTTCGGAAGGTTGTAAATCCGTCCAGCTTACATCAACAGAAAATAAAAAAAGTTTTTTGGTTCATAGACTTGTTGCAAGTCATTTTTTAAAGAAAGAAAAACAAAAATATAATTCCATACATCATATTGATGGTGATAAAGAAAATAATAATGTAGAAAATTTAGAATGGTGTTATGTACCAGGAGTAACTCCACCAGAAGAAAATGGGTATAACATTTCTTATTATGACCCAAAAACTGCTGTTGAAATTCCAAAACGTAAAAAAGTATCATCAGAAACAAAAGATTTATTAACTGCAAATCCAAGAAATCTTTCAAAGAAACAAAGAGAACAACGAAAATTATTACTAGAAAAAAATTCGAAAAATAAATCATCAGGATCAAAATCTAATAAACCTAACAAGAAAAAAAAATAATTATTATAATAATTTATGTCAGTATTGTAATTTATGTAAATATTATCAATTCCTTATTGGTTCCTAAGTATATATCGAAAGGTATATATGGTAATAGTTAATCACTATTAGAGGAAAAATATCAATAAGGTCATAGTCAATCCGCAGCAAAGCTCCTAAACCCGTTATGCTAGGGCATGGAGAATGTTCAACGACTAAACGGATGTGGGCATGAAGGAATTAGCACTTCCTAATGATTGCTTAAGATATAGTCTAAACCCACCAGTGATGGTGTTATCAACTAGATCAACAAGTCCGTACCACGACTACATATTGTAGTAGACTTGGTGATCGAATTGATAAACATAATGATCCTTGTAGGAAATGACAAGGGGAGTGTGGTGGTTAAGAGCCTCCAGAGGGACGAAGTAGAGATGGTGGATTAAGAATAGGTTTTTTTCGAGCCTGAGTCAAGGATAAACCCTTGGCTAGTTCACGAAACAGTGGGCGACACAATCAAATTCAGGGAAAATCCAGTGTAGGTATAATATTAATTACCTACCAATGTATTTGATACCAAGCATTATTGAGAAATCATAATGTGGCTTCGGGGAGCGGAACTCGAAGGTATGGTAAAAAAGCAAATACATTTATGGATAATCCTGAGCGAAGCCTCTAAACTCTTGAAAAAGGGCATGAGGAACGTGCATCGACTAGATGGTTGTGGGCTGCTTAATAAGTGGCTTAAGGTATAGTCAAGTCCCACCGGAGACGGTGCTATTATGTAGTCTTGTTAATCCTGTTTTATTTGTCTCTTGACAAATGATTAACATGGCGAGTTAATAGGGACAATGACAATTGGAGGAAATGCCAATTAGAGTCTGGTATAAACGGAGATGGAAAGAGATGCTATTTGTGCACATGGTTTAGCACAATTCTTAAAAGAAAGATTAGTAGATAATTCAGATATTTATACAGCTTATGTATGTGATTATTGTGGTATGTTTGCGCATAAAGTACCCGATAAAAAATATTATACTTGTACTGGATGTCAAAATTCTACAAGTGTATCAAAAGTTATTATACCATATGCATTCAAACTACTCATGCAAGAATTAGCATCAATTAATATATTGGGAAGAATTCGCACATCGAAATCTATTGTAACACCCAAAAATTGAAATTAATTTATTTAATAATATTTATTAAATAAATTAATAATAAAATGAATATCGGTTCACAATCATTAAGTGTTGATAAAATGTATAATATTTTAACAAGCATAAAAAGTGTTGAATGTAATTCTCCAAAAAATAGAAAAAAATTGTATAAAATATTAAAAACACAAAATATTAAATTTAAAAAAGAAGTTATTGGTTATACATCAGGTAAAAAATCTTTATGTCGATGGTCTGGACGTAGAATGGGATGGGATTTTAAAAGAATTACAAAATGGATAATATCTGGTAGAATGAATAAAACAGAAGTAATTAATAATTTTGATAATTTTATTTTAGACAAAAATTATAATCGTGATAGAAATTTAGAATTAATTGAACAAATATTTTCCAAAGAATTATCTTTCCAAGAAATTTATAATATATTGATAATAAATTGGAGTTTTATGATAAAAGATAAATGGACACCATTTGATAATTGTTATATTTATAAAACAATAGTGCGTATTGAATTAATATAAAATCTTGTGATTCATTATATAATGAGAAACAAACAGACCATGAGTGTATCAGATATGTATAAAACTTTAATGAAAGAAGGAGTGGTAGAATCAAATTCACCAAAAAATAGATTAAAATTATATCAACTATTAAATAATTCCGAAATAAATTACTCAAAAATAACTATTGGATATTCTCCAAGTCAAAAATTCATATCAAGATTAAATGGTGGAAGATTATCAAAGTGGAATCCAACACAAATAATAAAATGGATATCTACGGGAAAATTACCCAGAGAAGAAATAGAAAAAGGATGTAATCTATACAATACAATTTATTCATACAATTCAGATTCCAAATATTATGCAAAAATATTGGACATTGAATTTGTATTTGACAAAAAATTAACTAATCGTATTAAAACTATTATGTTAGAAGAAAAATGGAGTCATATTCTGGATTGTAAAACATGTCCATTTGATTATTGTAGTTTAAAAAAACCAATTGTAAGAATTCAATTAACCAATTGATTAATGCATTCCAAATATATTAATCAATTAAAATGTGGGTGTAGCATAAAAATCAATCCTATAATATCCATTTCCACCACTTCCTGCTTGATTACCGGTTGATCCACCACCACCACCAGATCCTAATAATCCTGATTGAGCACCACTTACGCCTGCACCATTACCACCATTGGCCAATATACTTGCACCTCCACCACCTCCTCCTGTTGCTCCAGTGCCTCCAGTTCCACCAATAAATCCTGCATAATCTCCACCAGAACCTGCTGCTGTTCCATTTGTTCCTGCACCCCCACCAGCTCCACCAACAACTAAAATACCATAATTAGAATCACCTCCATCTGCTCCGGGAGAAGTACCACCAGGAGCACCAGACATTAATGCACCTCCACCATTTATATTTACTCCCCCACCAGCTCCTCCAGTTGTTGCACTTGTGGGTGCACTTCCTCCTTCAGCATTAAGAGTTAAATTTCCAATAGTTAAACTTGTTGTTCCACCATTTGTACCACCAGTAACAATTGATGCCCCACCTGCACCAACAGTTACTGAATATGTTTGTGTACTTGATACATATACAGGATATTGAACAAATGCACCACCTGCACCACCACCTCCAAATCCTGTACCAGTACCACTATATCCACTTCCTCCACCTCCAATAATAGTAACATATGCTACAGAAGCTGTAGCAGGAATAACTTCATCAGGATAATTTCCTGGCAAAGATGAAAATGCTGATCCAATATACAAAGAATTAGTATTACCTACATCTCCTTTATCTCCCTTATCACCCTTGTCTCCGAGATCTCCCTTATCACCCTTGTCACCTTTATCTCCGAGATCTCCTTTATCACCCTTGTCACCTTTATCTCCTTTATCACCCTTGTCTCCTAAATCACCTTTGTCTCCTAAATCACCCTTGTCTCCCTTATCTCCGAGATCACCTTTATCACCTTTATCCCCTTTATCACCTTTGTCCCCTTTATCTCCTTTGTCTCCCTTATCTCCGAGATCTCCTTTATCACCTTTATCTCCTTTATCGCCCTTATCACCTTTATCACCTTTGTCTCCCTTATCAGCATCAACACCAGCTTCTCCCTTATCACCTTTATCTCCAAGATCACCTTTATCTCCTTTATCCCCCTTATCTCCTTTGTCTCCAAGATCACCTTTATCTCCGAGATCTCCTTTATCACCTTTATCTCCTTTATCGCCCTTATCACCTTTATCACCTTTGTCTCCCTTATCAGCATCAACACCAGCTTCTCCCTTATCACCTTTATCTCCAAGATCACCTTTATCTCCTTTATCCCCCTTATCTCCTTTGTCTCCAAGATCACCTTTATCTCCTTTATCCCCCTTATCTCCTTTGTCTCCAAGATCACCTTTGTCTCCCTTCTCTCCGAGATCTCCTTTATCACCTTTGTCGCCTTTATCTCCAAGATCACCTTTATCTCCTTTATCTCCTTTATCAGCATCAATACCAGCTTCTCCTTTGTCTCCTTTCATTCCATCATCACCTTTATCTCCCTTCTCTCCAAAATCACCTTTATCTCCCTTCTCTCCAAAATCTCCTTTATCTCCAAGATCTCCTTTATCTCCTTTATCTCCTTTATCTCCTTTATCTCCTTCTATATTTGTTTGAAGTACCCACGTTCCTTCAGTGGATAAAATAGAAATATTTTGTTGAACAGAAAAAATATTTGGTGAATTATTAATTGTTAATGGTACATCTTGAATTTTATAATAAACATCTCCTGTGTTAAGATCAATATATATATCACCTGGTTCTCCTAAGTCATCAGGTGGAGCACCAAAACCAGTAAATATTTGTGAACCAATTTCACCTTTATCTCCTTTATCTCCTTTTAACCCAGTGTCTCCTATATCCCCCTTCTCTCCAAGATCCCCTTTTTCACCTTTTAATCCAGTGTTTCCTATATCGCCTTTATCACCTTTGTCACCTTTATCTCCTTTAATACCTATATTTGTTGTATCTCCTTTGTCTCCTTTTTCACCTTTAATACCTTGAATTCCTGGGTCACCTTTGATACCTTGAGATCCTGATGGACCAGGTGGACCCGTTAAATTACCAACCAATACCCAATTATTACCATATTTATAATAATAATTACCATTGCTTGTATCAATATATAAATCTCCACTATTACCTAATGTATTAGAAGGTGGAGTAGATCCAACAAGTATTCTAGAAGCAGTTGGGATACAATTAGTATTTTGTGCAACAGGTATAGCATATTGTTGTTGAAAAGGTATACTGAATGTTTGATTCATAGGTATTGTAAATGCTTGTCCAGTAGGTACATTATACTGTCTTATATTTTGAGAATAATTTGTGACATATGAATCAGGACTGTAATAATTAAAAGATTGTGTTCCATAATATCTCGACATTATATTATTACATGTCAGATTATTTTTTTGATAAAAAATATATATTATTATTTATCAATTAACTAGAATAAAAATCCACTCTAATAAATCCATCTCCACCATTTCCCGCTTCAGGAATTGGATCGCTACTTCCTCCTCCTCCAGATCCTAATGTTCCATTTTGTCCAGCTAAAGTGGCTGTCGCGCCATTTCCACCGTTTCCAAAAGCACTTGCTCCTCCACCACCTCCAAGTGTAGTATTACCTCCTCCAGCACCACCAATATGTCCCACATTATCACCTCCTTTACTGCCACTATAACCACCACCTGCTCCACTATATGTAAACATACCAGGTACGCCATTTCCACCAACTGGTGTCCCTACAGTTCCTCCTGCTCCACCAGGAGGACCTGATGGTTCCATTGGTGTTGATGTGGAACCTCCATCGCCACCATTATTTGAATTTTGGTCAGCAGGAACATCTCCTCCACGGGCAATCCAAGTTAAAATACCAAGAGTAGCAATTGAATCAGCTCCTTTTGTTGCTGGAACAGTAGGAGGACCTAAATCACCAGCTAATCCACCAGCTCCTGGCGCTAAATTAAATTGTTGTCCCGGAGTCACTGGAATTGGATATCTAAAAATTGCTCCACCAGCTCCTCCTCCACCAAATGATTCAGCATTAACTAATATACCACCAGCTCCTCCTCCTACCATAGTTAAATATGCAATTGTTGCGCCTGCTGGAACTATTGGAGAAGCAGTGTTTGGAGGTGTTACTAATACTGTTGAAATAAATGGTGAAGGACCTACATCTCCTTTATCACCTTTATCACCTTTGTCTCCCTTATCTCCCAAGTCACCTTTATCTCCTTTCTCTCCCTTCTCACCTTTATCTCCTTTCTCTCCTTTCTCTCCTTTATCTCCTTTCTCTCCTTTATCTCCCTTATCTCCGAGATCTCCTTTGTCTCCTTTCTCTCCTTTATCACCTTTATCACCTTTGTCTCCTTTATCACCTTTATCTCCGAGATCTCCTTTATCACCCTTGTCACCTTTATCTCCTTTATCACCCTTGTCTCCTAAATCACCTTTGTCTCCTAAATCACCCTTGTCTCCCTTATCTCCGAGATCACCTTTATCACCTTTATCCCCTTTATCACCTTTGTCCCCTTTATCTCCTTTGTCTCCCTTATCTCCGAGATCTCCTTTATCTCCCTTATCTCCTAAATCACCCTTATCACCCTTATTACCTTTTGTTCCAAGATCTCCCTTGTCTCCTTTCATTCCAAGATCTCCCTTATCACCTTTTAATCCAGTGTCTCCTAAATCACCTTTATCTCCTTTCGTTCCTAAATCTCCCTTATCACCTTTGTCACCTTTTAATCCAATATCTCCTAAATCTCCCTTATCGCCTTTTAATCCAATATCTCCTAAATCTCCCTTATCGCCTTTTAATCCAATATCTCCTAAATCTCCCTTATCGCCTTTTAATCCAATATCTCCTAAATCTCCCTTATCTCCCTTATCGCCTTTATCACCTAAATCTCCCTTATCGCCTTTCTCTCCGAGATCACCCTTGTAACCTTTCTCTCCGAGATCACCCTTATCTCCTTTATCCCCTAAATCTCCCTTATCTCCTTTCTCTCCAATATCACCTTTGTCACCCTTATCTCCTTTCTCTCCGAGATCACCTTTATCACCTTTATCACCTTTATCACCTTTAAAAGCAGCTGTTCCAGGATCACCTTTACTTCCCTTATCACCTTTTTCACCTTTATCTCCTTTTTCACCTTTAAAAGCAGCTGTTCCAGGATCACCTTTACTTCCTTTTATTCCGGGATCACCTTTACTTCCTTTTATTCCTGGAATTCCTTGTGGTCCTTGAGGTCCTTGTGGACCCGTTAGATTACCAACCAATACCCAATTATTACCATATTTATAATAATAATTACCATTACTTGTATCAATATATAAATCACCATTATTACCAATATTATTTGACGGTGGAAATGGTCCCACTAAAATTCTTGATCCAATATTTACTGGAAATGATTTTGGAGGTGGTGTTAATATTGGAGTTGGTATAATAATAGGTGGTGGTCTTGGATAAGATGATATACCACCAGAATAATTTAAAACATATGAATCAGGGCTATAATAATCAGAAGTCTGATAATTAAATTGTCTTGACATTATATTATTACAATCTAAATTATTTATGTAAATAATTTACGTAAATAATAAATTTATTAATGAGCATAATAATCAATTCTAATAAAACCATTACCACCGTTCCCTGCTCTTTTTAATGTATTATTACCAATAGCACCTGCTCCACCAGAACCTAATGTACCATTTATAGTTGTATTTATTAAATTAATAGAATTTATTGGACTTCCACCATTTGCAAAAGCACTTGCTCCGCCTCCACCAGCACTTTCATTAGAATTTATACTCTGACCACCAATAAATCCAAGAATATCACCACCGTTACCTCCTGAATATCCACCACCTGCACCACCATAAAAAAAGAAATTAATTGTACCATTTTTACCAATTGGTGAATTTTCTGTGCCTCCTTGTCCACCAATTACAGCTACCATTGGACTATATACTGATCCGCCATCTCCACCATTTGATAAAGTAGGAATATTACCACCACCAATAATTAACGACAATGTTCCAATATTTATTACTGTATCTGATCCTTTTATTGGTTGTAAATTTACAGTACCACCATTACCTCCTGTACCAATAATACCATTTATTATCTGGCCTTGAGATACTGATATTGGATATTTTATCACAGCAGCTGCACCGCCTCCACCGAATGAATTTAATGTTGTATTACTCATTGATCCTCCAGCACCACCTCCTACAGCACTAATATATGCTATACCAGCGTTTTGCGGTACAATAGAACTAAAGTTACCAGGGGAATATTGTATAAAAGAAGAAATAAATGAAGTATTTTCTGAAATACTTTCACCTTTGTCACCTTTCTCGCCTTTGTCACCTTTTTGTCCAAAATCACCTTTATCCCCTTTTAATCCTTTTTCTCCTTTTTCATTTTGACCAATATTTTGACAAATATTTCGAATTAAATTACCTCTCAAAATCCATATACAATTGTTTTTAACATAATAATTATTTGTTACACTATCAATATAAATATCTCCGTCATTTCCACAATTGTTATTAGGTATTCCTAATCCAATCGTTATTTCTGACTGTCTTGTACATATATTTTCATTAAAATTATTCATTGTTCTTATACTATTAACAGTTGCATTCAAATTGTTTACCGATGGTACAGTCCTCAAATCAATAAAATAATCTTCTTGATGAACAAGAGTATCGTCAAAAGGACAATAAGCAAATGGACTATTATAAGAATTATCGTTATTGTACATTATTATAATCTAAATATTATCATAAATTATTTATGCCTGAAAAAATTTATATGTTATTATATACGTAAATATTAGTATTAAATGTGTCAGATTTTAATTATTAATATTATTATATATACTTAGATTTATGAATTTTCAATATATTAATAATAATAATTCATTGAACCATGGGCAGTTATATAATATGGATTATTTATCCTTAGTAAATATGTTAACACTACAATTAACACCTGTTGATAGAAAAGCCATACTTGAGAGACTTATTGAAATGAATGACCAATTATTATATAAAAATGACATAAATGTTGATATGTCAAGAAATAGTCAACTTAATTCAAGAAAAAAAGATATTAAAGAAAATTTACATCCTTCAATGGATTTTTATAATCATAATAAAAAAAATCCAATACCTTTAAATATACCATCAAGTAGTACAAGTCAAACATCTGTTGAAACAAGAAATGTATTTTATAATCCAAATATTTATAATGATATAAATAATAAAACTCATAAAAAAACATGCGATGAAATAGATTTAGATAGTATTATTAATAATATTAGTGATTTTGATGATAAAGAAAATAGTGAAGAAAGTCTTGATGATAAATTACAAAAAATTAAAAAATTACACTCTAAAATTATCGCAAATAATAAACACAAAAGAAAAAAATAATTGCGTTTAGGTAAATAAATTATTTTAGATATTATATAAAATAATTTATGAGCACTTTAAATTATTCAATAATTTGCAATCATTCAAGACTTGAAAGAATTGATAATAATTTTGTAAGATGTTTATCGTGTGGGCAAAGTTTGATAAGTCAAAAAACTATAACAAATAATAAACGTGTAAAAGATTTTACCAAAGAAAATAATAATTTCACAAGAAATTTTAACAGAAATTTTTCGAATCAATTAGAACAACTAGATGCAAATTCACAAATTCCTAAATATGAATATTATACCGATAAATTCAATGCAAATTTAATAAGTATAAATAAAGCTATACAATTATTATCAGATCCTCCAAAATATGAAATAGATGTTAATGGTAGTAAAAATTATTTAACACAAGCACAAATTAATAATATCCTAAAAAATATAAATGCAATACGTATTGATTATAATCAGTATATGATGATTAAATTAAAACATCCTAAACAATACTAAAAAGTTGAAACAAAATTATTTTATAATAAAATATAAAGTATTGATATATAATCATAATAAAAAATGGAACCAAACAGAATTATTTTTTCCATTATGAAATCAGATTCTGAAAAAGTTAGAATTATTCTTACAAATATTTTAAAAATGCTATCAAATAGAATTTATATGGATAAAGAAGATAACAAACAAAAATTATTAAATTTAGAAAATGATATTGATCCCATGAAATATGTGGATGATAAAGGTGATAATACTTTTACCTTAACTACTAGAAATGGTGATAAGTATGCCATAAAAATAATGTTTCAAAAAATATCCGCCATTGGTAAACAATCACCAATAAGTGAATTTATTAATGAATATAATAATCACAGAAAAATTATTGTTGCACAAGAATATAATGCTAAAATTGAATCACAAGTTTCTAAATATGGCGCACAGATTTTTTTAGAATCAAGATTGTTATCTGATATAATAAGTAACAAATTTCAACCAGAATTTGAATTACTTAGTCCAACTGAAATGAAACAATTTAAGACAGAATATAATGTAAATGAATACACTATTAAAAAATATAATAAATCTGATCCAGTTGTTCAATATTTTGGTCTGAAAAAAGGTGACATTATAAGAATAATAAGACCAAGTATTGTTTCAGGAGAAAGTATTGATTATCGAATTGTTACTTAATAAAATTGATTATTATTATGTCTAATTTATATAATAAATTAAACATATTAATTAGAATAAAAATGTCTAATAAAACTCTTTCGCCGAAAAAATTTATTGAACAATTTTTTGTGACCAAATGTGTTGATATGAATTGTAAATATTTATCATTTTTGCTTTATTCACAAATTTTATCAAATTATAAAATTCAATTATCATTAGAGGAATCACAAATTCTTTTAGAATATCAAAATAGAATACACAATTTGTTAAGAAATTTACGAGAACAAGATAGTCAATATATTTTAAAATTATTTGAATATTTGAGTGAAATCGAATTTAATTATTTGATTGATGTAATAATAATGTGGTGGTGTTTACCTGAATCAAATTCCTGTTTTGGAAAAAAAAGATTCAACCAATTATATAAACAGTGTATAGACAAATATAATCACAAGTTAATAAATTTAATTGAATGTGATAGTATGAAAAATTTTTGTGTTGAAGTATTAGCTAGAACTAATACCGTACCGGTCCATTGTATTGATTATTTATGGTATTATATGACAAATATTACTTTGGAACCTGAATTTTTTAATTCAAATAATAGCACACGCATAACCTTTATCATTCAAGAAGGAAATGATGAGTCGGTAAATTTTATTTTTGGATTTAATATGGAATATATGTTATATTTGGGATTAGGAAAAGTAAATTATACCATTGGTCCTAATAAAAAATATCCTTTTGTTGTTTTCTTAAAAAAATTCATCACAGATTTAGTGATTGTTAATAAATTATTAGAATCAAAAACAGCGTCAAATTATAAAAGTCAAGTTATTAATATGAGCAAAAACCTTAAAGAATATTTTGGTGAATATTTAGATTCAATTCCAAATGAAATTCTTGACAGAATTAAAAATGCTTAATATATAATGATTAATATATAAATTATATATTACTCAATAATATGTTATATTATAATGGAATATCACGAAAAAATTTTATCCAATGGTATGAAACTTGTATTCATTCCAAATACAAAATTACCAATAATTTCTTTGGGATTCTTTATTAAGGTTGGGTCTAGAAATGAAATAAAAGATAATAATGGTGTCGCACATTTTGTGGAGCATATGTTATTTAAAAGTACAAAAAATAGAACAGCTAATGAATTATACGATCAATTAGATACATTAGGTGCGACATATAATGCAGGTACAACGAGTGATTATACATTTTATTATTTCTCAGGAAATTCTTCAGATACATTAACTCTCCTTGAAATACTGTTTGATATTTATAAAAATCCATTATTTTTAGAATCTGATATCTTGTTAGAAAAAAAAGTAATTATTGAAGAAATGAGAGTTCTTTCAGATTCACCAATTGTAATGTTACAATCACAATTACATAAAAAAATATTTAAAAATACATCATTGGAAAGGGAAATTATTGGCACTGAAAATACAATTAAAAATATGACAAGTAATGATTTAAAAAATTTCTATAAATGTATGTATCAACCAAATAATACAATTTTTATTATTGTGGGTAATTTTAATCCAGCATTTATTTATAATAATATTAAAAATACTTTGAGTCAAATACCTAATATCGATTATGATAGTGCAGATTGTGTGACAAACTATTTTTATGAAAAATATATTATTCTCAATAATATGGAAACACAATCTGAACCTTATTTTTATATTAAAAATATTCCTGATTTAAAACAAATATATATATTTTTGGCATTTCCATTATATGATTTATATGATGAGTATAGCCTAGAGATAGATTTTATATCTTTAATATTATCAGGAGGATCAAGTTCCAGACTTACAAAAAAACTTAGAGAAGATAATGGAATTTCTTATACAATTAAATCATGGCCCATAATATATGAAGATTCTGGCGTTTTTGTTATACAATTAATTATAAATCCTTCAGAACTTGGCAAAACATTTGAAATTTTATCAAAAATATTAACAGATATTAAAAAAAATAAAATAAGTGACAAAGAACTTAAAAAAATAGTAAATCTGTCAAAAAATGAATTGATATATTCTATGATACAACCACTTGATATTTTGGTATATTTTGGATCTAATTATATGTCAGATGAAAATTTTATATTTAATTTACAAGAAATTTATGATAACTATCAAAATGTTACTTCTCAGGATATTCTTGATGTTTGTCAAAAAATTTTTATTTATGAAAAAATAAATTTGTTGATGTGTGGAAACATAAATTATTCATCAGAAATAAATGACACATTAAAATTCTAGATAAAATATATTAAAACAAAGACAAAAATTATTTTTTGATATTAATTTGTTAATAATATATTAAATCAAATAAAGATAAATATATTATTTTAATTTATAAATGGAAAAGAATCACTTAGATATAATAATACCTATAAAAGATATAATTGAAAAAAAAGCCAGTCAGGTAGATTTTATTGAAATTATTAGTTTAGTATTTCATGCTGTAAGTATATTATCTGATAAAAGAACAAACTATTGGAAGTTATTATATTCGGAATTTAGACATGATTTAAAAAAACAAAATAAACAAAAATGGCCAGTATTAAATATTACAAACAATGAATTTAATAAACGTTTTGATATTTATATTTCTAAACCATTTATTGAATCAGATAATATATTAACATTACTTTATAGATTATTGTATATTGAAACACATAAATGCCAAGATATCAATAAAAATGGATATAAGAGTATACTTAATAATCTTCTTGAGAAAAATAAAGATACCTGCCATGTCAAAAAAATTTCTCTTTATCGTTTATTTGAATTACTTGTGGAACAATTGGATAATTATGTTAAAATATATAATGACAATACAAAAATTGAATATTCATTAGGACAAAAAATTATAAACTTAATTGAACGTGATTGACTCGATAATAAATTTATAAAAAAATTTATTATTGTTTAATGGATTATGATATAAAAATTATTGTAATTATATACCAATATAAATGATCCATAAAACTTATATTATTAATTTAGAAAGAAGGAATGATAAAAAAGAACATATGTATAATGAATTAAAAAAATTAAATGAACAAGGTACAATATTAGATCATGTATTTTTTAATGCTATAGATGGAAACAATCCTAAACATTTAGATAAATATCAATTTAAAATTCCAAATTGGTTTGATCCAAACTCAGGAAAAGCGATGACTAACGGAGAAGTTGGATGCGCTTTAAGTCATTATGCTATTTGGGAAGAAATAGTATTAAATGTAGAATCAGGTATTTTACCAAAAGATGTTCGAGTTCTTGTTCTAGAGGATGATGTTATTTTTGTTGATAATTTTATGGAAAAATTTAAAATATACGAAAGTGAAATTAATTGTTCTTATGATATGCTTTATTTACATAGAAAAGCATTAAATTTTGACAGCGAGGAAAAAATTTCCGTCCATATCAGAAAACCAAAAAAAAGTTATTGGACATGCGCATATGTATTAACATATACAGGAGCAAAAAAACTAATTAATTCTAATTATCTTGATAACTTAATCCCTGTTGATGAATTTTTACCTATTATGTATGATTGTAATATTTATGGTTTTGAAAAATTATTTGAATCATGTGAAAAATTAAATTGTTTTGCCACATATCCAAGTTTATTAAAATTAACTGGAAACGCATTTAGTGATAGTGAAACATTTCACTCAAAATCTTATTTAACTCCAAATAAATTTATTTTTGATACAAATAAAGAATTTACTATTTTATATATTGGACCAATGAAAGGTGATTCTTATCAAAGGTTTTTAGAATATTGTGATTTATACACTTTACCAAAAATAATTTTAGAAAATACACAATCAGATATAACTATTTTACATAAACAATTATCTCAAATGGAAAATCTTTCGACAAAATTTATATTGGTAATAAGTATTCAAGAAAATGATTATTGTAATATTATTCCTTTAGCACCTCCAACAGAAATCATTAACAAGTTTAATAGTTGCACAAAAAATAAAGAAAATATTTTAATTTCACCAAATTCTATAAACAATAATAAAACATTATTTTGTGGATGGGGTGATCGTATACAAAAAATGACACAAGACTATTTAGATAAAGTTGATATTAATAAATCTAGTGTAAAAACAAATATTTCAACAGCAATAGTATTTAATTCATTTATTTGTGGAGATATTATTAAAGATGAAACACATCAAATATTTTATGGTATTGATTTAGAAAAAGATATCACTTATAATACTACCAAATCAAGAATTACTCATAATAAAACTGGTTCAATGCCATGTATATTATATTCATCAGGTATCTCAAATATTATTCTTAATCGTATTCAGAATTATACCGGTAATAATTGGAATGAATATTATGGATTTAGAAATTCCTCAGAACCTTTACTCACATACCCAACAGTTTATTTATCTTTTAGACTTGATAAAAATCCAACAATTACGGATATAATTGAAAAATTAGAATATCCTAAAGAACTTATGACTATAAATATAGAAAATGGAAGTACAGAAGATTTATTTTATCAAAAAGATATTAATAAATTTTTAGAAAGTAAATGTGAATATTATTTCTTTGTGAATCATGATTGTGTTCTTATTAATCCTAAAATATTAAAAGAATTATTAGAATTGGGCAAAAAAGTTATAGCACCTCTTGTAAGAAAAGGGACAGAATCATGGAGTAATTTTTGGGGAGATATACAAGAAAATGGCTATTACAATAGATCACATGATTATTTTGACATTCTTAATGGTGAACGTCGTGGATGTTGGAATGTTCCTTATATTTCCGGAGTGTATTTAATTCACAGATCCGTAATCAAGTCAATTCCTAATATTTTTATTGATAATGAAAAAATAGATGTTGATATGAGAATATGTCATAATTTAAGGCAACATGATATTCATATGTATGTTTCAAATATAAATTCATATGGATTTATTCAAGAAGAAATTAAAATAGATCCAACGATAGATTTAACAAAACCAGTAACTATTCATGATTTATTTACAAGACGAGATGAATGGGAAAGAAAATATCTTCATCCTGAATATTATCTTAACAAAAATAATTTAAAAAATCTTAGGTGTCCAGAATTATGTAGCGATGTTTTTAACTTCCCATTATTTAGTAAAGAATTTTGTAGTGAACTTATACAAATTATGGAAAATTATGGAAAATGGTCAGGAGGCACAGGACATCATATTGATCATCGACTTGGACATAATTATTATGAAAATGTTCCAACACAAGATATACAATTATTTGAAGTAGGATTAGATAAACATTGGGAAACTATTGTAATGGATTACATTTCTCCACTTGTTAGAATTATTTATGGTAACTATAAAACAAAAAGTGTTCACTTAGCATTTGTAGTTAGATATCATTGGCAATTACAAAATGAATTACAAGAACATCATGATGCTTCAACGTATACTGTTAATATAGCGTTAAATGAATGTGGCACAGATTATGAAGGTGGTGGATGTGAATTCATTAGACAAAAATATATCGCAAAAAATCAAGAAGTTGGTACGTCTAATATTCATCCTGGACGTCTTACACATTTACATAAAGGTCTAAAAACAACTAATGGGATAAGATATATACTTGTATCTTTTATTAATTAAATAAAATTTAATTATTAAAAATTGAAATATTATTTCATAAATAAATAGTTATTTATGATAAAGATAATTATGCGTCGCGTTAATAATTATTTTTCCAAACCTGGTATTTATACTACTAATTATTCTTTTACAGCATATGCACCAATTAGATGTATACCATTATATATTTTATCACAATTGAATCTTCACAAAAGATACGATAAATATGAAAAAGAAGTATTTGAAGCAATAGCAAATGTTGAAATTTTTCCTGGAACAAAAATAGTTAAACCCTCTAATTTTAAATTTCCAATAAGATGTAACCAAGCAAAATTTACTAAAATTCTAAGATTTGATACTTTATCTGAATTGGACAAATATGGATATCTTTGTGAAAGTGGTAATTCAACTTTTTTATATAAAAATAACAAAGAAATCATAAAAATAGATAATTTTGATACAGATATAAATTCATTAAAAGCTGAAGGTTTAGTTATTGCTCAAACACTTGAAGAATGTGTAAAATTTTTTGACACACAATAAAATTGAAAAATAAAATGTTTGATTGCTCATTATATTATAGTATAGTATTATACTAATAATACAATATGTCAGGTAGTAACATTTATTTTGATATTCCGGGAAAATATACCGTTAAATCATCATTTATAGCGCACGCACATTTTACTTGTTTTCCTTTAAAATCATATTCTAAAATTAATTCTTTTGCTGATATTGATAAATATCAATACCATATGTTTGAAGCGGTTGGTGATATTGAAATACCAACAGGAGCACAAGTCATAAGACCAGATGAAATGCAATCTCCACCTAGATCAGATCATATTATTGTTAAAAATATAACAAGACTAGATACAGGTGAAGAAATAGAAGAAAATAAATATGAATGTGGACAACAAACAACATTTATTTATAAAAAAATATAAAAGTGTTTGATCCAAAATTTGATAGCTCGATGTTTTATGGAGGACATGGATTTAGATTTGTTAGAAGACGTGAAGAAATTAAAAAAACATTTAAAGATTAATCCAATATAAAATAATTTTATCATTATAAAATTATTCTATTATGTATTTCCTACTTTCATTAATATTCAAATTTTTTGTTTGGATATTAAATTATATATTTGATTTTGACCAAATTAATTTTAGACTTGGAAGACCGGGATTATATAAATTTGATTATTCTATAATTGGATATAAAAAAGTTGATAGATGTCCAAACAAATATTATAAAAAAGGAATTTATCACAGAAAATATTCCGACATAATTTTAGAATTAGAAATACCTGCCGGTGCGAGAATAATAAGATCAAATCAGAGTAAAGATATTGACGAATTACGTTGTGATAAAGCAATTATTAGAGAAGTGATAACAACAAAACCATACAAAAATTTTAAAAAAAATAAACATATATATTTTTCACATTATGATAATAATTTTATTTATAGAATTGGTCAAATTATTGAACCACATTTATTTAATGATAATATTAATGAAAATAATGTTTCTGGTATACATTTTTATAAAAATTTTAGGGATGCAATGATATGTAATTATTTATAAAATTATTAATAATTAAATAATTGCGACATTTTGGAATATGTTTCTAGGAGTAATATACTAGAACAAAATATAAATTAGTTTAATAAGTAATTAAATTAATATTATTGTATAATAAATGTACACAGATAATGAATATATAATAGGTATATATCAACATCCAGGAATTGAAGAACAAGATCAAAACAATTATAAGTCTGTTTTTGCAACAAGAGATATTTTATTTGGAGAATTATTATTGTTGGAACATTCTTATTCAGGATCAAATACGGATGCTCAACTAATAGTGGCAAATAATAGTATATTATTTGACTTATATCATCCTCGTATTAAAAAATTTTCTGAATGCAGCGAGAATGAAAGATTACAACAATCTGTTGAAAAAGTATCTCATAATTGTTTCGGATTAAATGGTAATAAAATATTAACATTTGGTATCACAAAATTTAATCATTCTTGTGATCCAAATTGTTCCGTATTCATTCAAGAAAGATATCGTCATAGTAATACTGAAATTGTATTTATGGAATTATTTGCGGTAAGAAATATTAAAAAAGGTACAGAATTAAAAATAAGTTATGGACCTGAAACAGGTCATAATAGAGATTTTGAATGTAATTGTGGAAAAAATATAGAAGAGAGAAAAAAAATATTTGACACCATATCTAGTATAAGTCGAACACTAAGCGAAAGAAATCGTGAATCCATTAGAGAAAAAATTTATGCTCACATTGAATCAATTCCTGGTAAAAAAATATTATTAAATCATTATTTATCAACAAAAGGTTTATATTTAAATAATAATACAATAGTGAGTTATACTTCACAAGGAGAAAGAATCATTAACGATGTTTTAAGAAAATATATGAATCTTGATTCTAATTTAAATGAAAATGATATAATTGGAACAACACCTATTAATAATAGGAAAATAGCAATATTTTTACAAATACTAAGTGAAAATATTCTTGATCACGTTTAAAAATTGATTTATTTAAACATATTTAAATATCAGATTACTATAATAATATAATAATCTGATGTCAATTTTAGTAATCGTTGAATCTCCAAATAAAATATCCAAAATATCAAATTTTCTTGGAAAAAATTATATTGTAAAAGCATCAGTTGGACATTTTCGAGATTTAGATCCTAAAAAAATGTCAATTGATTTTGATAATAAGTTTGAACCAATATATGTAGTTTTGAAACCTGACGTCGTTAAAAATCTTAAATCAAATTTAAATAAAATAGATACAGTTTATATAGCAGCAGATCCTGATAGAGAAGGTGAAGCAATTGCTCAATCATTATATGATGTTTTGAAACCAAAAAAATATCGCAGATTAAGATTTAATGCAATAACAAGACAAGCTATTTTAGAAGCAATAAAAAATGCCGGTACAATTGAAAAAAATCTTGTGAATGCTCAAAAAGCACGACGAGTTTTGGATAGATTATTTGGATATTTAATTTCTCCTATTTTACAAAAACAAATAGGAGGAAAATTATCTGCTGGACGTGTTCAATCTGTAACAGTTAGAATAGCTATAGATAAAGAAAATGAAATAAAAAATTTCCTGGAAAAAAATTCTGATTCAAGTTTTTTTAAGGTTACAGGTAAATTATCCAAATTAAAATCTGTTCTTTATATTTCTCAAGATAAAACACCTCATACTTTAAAAACTGCTTATAAAGGTACAATTGCGCATATAAATTTAATTGATTCAGAAGAACCACATAAAAATGTCACTAAACTATTAAACAATTGTTTGAAATCTGAATTTTATGTTCATTCAGTTAATGAAAAAATTGCAACAAGATCCCCTTCACCACCTTTCACTACTTCTACATTACAACAAGAGGCTAATCGTAAATTTGGTATGTCTATTGATACCACAATGAAAACCGCTCAAAAATTATATGAAGGAGGATTTATTACATATATAAGAACTGATTCAGTGGAAATATCTGAAGAAGGGCACAAAGATATAAAAAAAATTATAGAAAAAGAATATGGAAAAGAATATTACCAAAGAAATAATTATAAAAATAAAGTAGCAAACAGTCAAGAAGCTCATGAATGTATTCGTCCAACACATCCTGATTTAATAACTATCGATTCAGAAATTGAAGATGCTTATCAAATAAAATTATATAAATTAATTTGGCAACGTACTATTGCTTCACAAATGCCTCCAGCTAAAATAAAAATAATAACTTTACAAATCACAATTTCAAAATATCTTGAAAAAAAATTAAATCCATATTACTATTTTCAAAGTCAAATCGAAACAGTTATTTTTCCCGGATATATGAAAGTATATACCGAATCTTATGATGATGTTATTGAAGATGAAAATAAAAATAAGACAGAAAATATTCCAAAAGTTGGTGATAAATTAATTATGGAAGAAATTATAGCGCGACAAGAATATTTGAGACCTCCTCCAAGATATAGTGAAGCTAGTCTAGTTAAAAAACTAGAAGAATTAGGTATTGGTAGACCATGTACCTATGTAAATACGATAAAAACAATACTCAATCGTGAATATATTAAAATTGGAGATGTACCAGGAATTAAGAAAGAAATAACAACTTACACCATTAAATCAAAGAATAAAAAACATATTATGGAAATTCTTGAGGATAATAGTCATATTCTACTTGGTAAAGAAAATAAAAAAATTATTCCAACAAATTTAGGTATGAATGTTAATAATTATTTACTAGATAATTTTGGTGAATTTTTAGATTATAAATTTACAGCAAATATGGAATCGGAACTTGATGAAATTGCTGCAGGCAATAAAGTTTGGCACAAAATAATTCAATCATTTTACGATAAATTAAAACCAATCGTCGATAATCTTTCAACCAAAAACAATATTTTACAATCAAATGAAAAATTACTTGGTGTGGATAAAAATGGATGTGAAATTTTTGCCACAAAAACTAAATTTGGACCAGTTGTTAAAAAAAAATCAGGTGATAAATTTATATATTCAAAAATTCCAGATAATTTGAGTTTAGATACCATAAAATTAAAAGATGCTATTAAATTATTAGTTTATCCTAAAAAATTGGGTACATATAAATCCGGTGATGTTTTTTTACAAAAAGGAAGTTATGGACTATATATTCATTATAAGAATCAAAATTATTCAATTGGAGAAATTAATGAGAAAGATATTGACATTAATTCCGCTATCAAATTGATAGAATCACGTCATGCTAATAATATTGCAGAATTTGAAATTAAAAAAGGAAAAAATATTATTTCCGCAATTGTGTTAAAAGGTCCATATGGTTATTATATTCAAACACACAATGGTAATACTCGAAAAAATTATCCTATACCTAAAAATATTGATCCCCAAAAAATAAATTTAGATCAAGTAAAAGAAATAATATCGCAATCAAAAAAATATACAAATTCCAAGTCTAAAACCCAAAATAAAGTAAACACAGGTTCTAAAAAAAATTCAAAAGCGAATTCTAAAAAATAAATTAATTATATCATATAAACAATTTATTTTATTGGATGAAATATTGCCAAAATATTTTTATTTTTTAAATAATTATAAATTTTTCGATTCGAACTAGAATAATTATCCTGCCATGTCCAAGTACCTCTTACTAATTTTTGTAAAAAATCTTTAGACATGGATAAACCACTTTTATTAAGTAAACTGAATGTTATTAACTCATCTTGTCCATTTTCACCATTTTTATAACATTCATTCAAATACTCAAGAGCTTTCTTAGAATAACGTGCCAATTGTAAATAACCATGATATTTTTGATTTTCCTCGAGATTATTACCAATATAATGATTATTGTATTTATTTTTAGAATTTTGATAATTACCTCTTACAAATAAAAAATCAAAATCATTATTACAATTCCACAATAAATTACTATCGCCACTTATTCGCACATCATATTCCATACTCCAAATATAATCATATTTATGTCCATATTTTTGAAAAAACCACATTAATATCCAATGATTACTAAGCCATAGAGAATAAAATCCGGTGGAATATATATTTTGGATATCTTTTTCAGAAAAGGTTAAAACTATATTTTTTAAATTCTTATCAATTTTATTAAAAATATTATTATTTTCATCATGTAATAAAATAAAAAAATTTACACCATTTGAGAAAGATTCGTGATATATTTTTTTTGAAAAACATTCTATATCATCATTCCATATATGTGTTTTCATAATGACTGCTATTTTATGAGTAGCATTTTGTATCATTATATTATTATATAATAACACAAAAAATCGCAATATATTAAGCGTATTTAGTTTCTGTCAATTGAACACTCATAAATAATTTGCATGGTATTTCGCTATGATATAATTCAATTTTCTTATAAACATGTTTATTATTTGTGACAATAGTTGCTCCTTCTCTCTCAGCCACAGAAATACAAATAAGTTCATTATCACGAGTTTTCATTTTAATAAATCTTTCATTTTTGCAATCAGGTACAATTTTTATGGTTTTTAAAAATTCTTCAAATCTTTTATTTTCTTGTTCACCAGCAGTAAATTTCATTTTTGTGCAAGTTTGTTGATGAACGCTTTCAGTCACAAGTAGTTCTTTATTTTGTAAAAAATCATCAATTTCTTTTTATTTTTTAAAACCATTTCAAGATTTATATTTTCCTTTGTGACTTGATAATATGAAGTAGATAAACCACTTGATAAATTAGAGCAAATTGTTAAAATTATTGCTTGATCTAATAATAATTTTTGATTAAATGTGGATGGATATCCGTATGGTGGAGTGGTTTCATTATATTGAATGGCAAAAACACCATATGATTTCATGTATTCAACAATATCAGCACTTGGCATCGTTTTAAATTTGTAATAAACTACAGGATTTTTACCAAAGTATTTATATTCAGGAACAAGTTCATGCATTTTATTTAAAAAAACAGAAAGTGGTTTATCATCTAAAATAGTTTTTTCTTCGTCAACAAAATTTATTTCTGCATCTCTTGTATGTAATTGTATCCATTTACCAGCAAAAGTCATATTAATAATAATTTCACCACGTGAATTTAAATATGGTATTTTTGTTGAATATTGCGTAACATCAGGTTCAATTACCAATTGTTCATACAATGTTTTAAAATAATCATATTTTTGCCTATGATTTGGTTTAATTTTATCCAAACTAAAATCTTTATCAAATTTACAAGAATTTAAAAATACATTTATATCGTTTTGTAAACTTTTAAAAATGTCACGTGTTTCTAAATTTACACATGAAATTAAATCAGTCCAATTATTGATTTCCATGGATAATAACTGAATTGCAGCTTGTTATTTATTTATTTATTATGAATATATAAATAATATCCTTTATTTTTCAATTTTTTAAGAAAATTACGAAAGATTAATCATTCAATTATTTAATTTGTTCAAGAATTTTACTTATTTCAAGTAAATCACATTCTCGACACCAATCTATTAATTCAAAAATATTTTCCATAATTAAACTATTTATTGGAGATATTAATAATATTTTATTCACCAAAAATAAATTATCCAATTTAAATATATTTTTAATATCGTCTTTTGATATTTTATAATTTTTATCACTACATAAAAAATTGTAAATTGAATCAATATTATTTGATTCAATGATATATTTTAATTCTGGATCAAAACTTTTTATTTTAGAAAATAATGAAGATAAATATTTATTATCTAAACTAACGGATACATTAAATAAGTTTTTTGTTATAGTGTCCATTAAATAATTTCCATTCCATAAAAATAATATCTTTGTTATATCTTGCCTGCAAATTATTTCCATAAGAATTTGTTGGCTTGGGCATAATTTAATTAAATTATGTAGTAATTTAATTTGATTTATATCACCAAATAAATATAAACAATCAATTAAATATTGTGAATCAACTATGTTATATTTTTGAGAAAATAATTGAAACAATTCATCACTTTTTTGTAATTCTAATAATATTCTTGCAATTGTTATTAAACGTCGATTTAATTTATAACCTGTAACAGGTACAAAAAATATTGGATAATTCATAACATAATCTATTTCCATTAAATATTCTTCAGGAATCTCATTATTTTGTAATATCATATCAATATGTATTGTTTCCTTTTTAAAATCGTTGACTGTTAAATTTTTAGGATTTAATGATAATAAATTAGATTCTAATAATATTTTAGCTTTAGATATTTTATCTTTGATACGTGCATCTAACCCAAAATAATGAATTAAATAAAAAGGTAACTCTTTTTTGTAAACATCTGTTAAAAATTTTATAATTTCAATAGATGCTTGTCGAATTGCAGTGATAAAATTTGATGGAGTTATACCATAACCTTTTTCATAAATATATTTAACAATTTCTAAATTATTTGACTGTATAGCATAATTCATAGTATGGGAAAAATAATTTTTATTATTGTATTGATATATTGTATCATGTATTAACAAAGATGATTTACCTCGTCCAATTTTACTCGAATCTAATATTTTATTTTGATGATCAATATTAATTTTTGACTCAATGAATTTAACCATTTCAAAATTACCAGACAAAAGTGCTGAATAATATAATTCCAAATTCCAATTCACAAGATTATTTTCCACTAAAATATTAATAATGTCAAAATTATTGTTAACAATTGGATAAGTCACAAAATTTTTTGAAATAATAAATTTATCTTCTTGTGCTTGATTTAATAAAAATTTTATGATTTCAGTATTATTTGTTTGAAAAGCAATTTCCATTATTTTTTTTGATAACCCAATTATTTTACTAATATCATGAATAATATTTAAAGAATTTCCCAAAACTGCACTTTTGTAAATAGATATATTTGGTAATAATTTAAGATTTCTTAAATAAAAGTATATATCTTCATATGAATATTCCGCAGAAATAGCTAATAATTCGCCATCTTGTAATAAATTGGGTTTTAGTATCCCAAAATATTTCAACATATCAAATCTATTATTCAAAACTGCTAATTTTATACATATTTTATCAAGGCAATAACCAAAGTTTATTAAATTTTTAACTTCATCGAAATCATTAAGGAAAATAGCTACATAAATTTTCTTATTTGTTTTAGAAAATAAGAATTTTTTTATGAAAAATAAATCTGTTAAATATTTTTTAATATCTTCAACGGATTTTTTTGTAACTAATGATATGATATTATGTACTTTTTTGTTTTGAAAAGTTGTTTCATTAATATTAAAATATGGAGTGCAATATAATTCTAAACCGCATCTAGTTAATTGATCAAATACTTTTTCAAACATCCATTTAATAATATTATCGGAAAATTCACACATAAAAAATTGATAATAATAATTGTTAATTTATTATTTAAATCATCAAAATTTATGTCTGCAAAAAATAAACTTCAAGAATATTTTCAAAAAAATAAATTACCTTTACCAATATATAGTTCTACTAGTATTGGTGCCGCTCATGAAAAAAAATGGACATCAAATATTACCGTTATAATAAATAATAAAGAATATACTTTAATAGGGGACAAATATTATAATTCTAAAACAGAATCACAATTAAAAGTAGCTGAACAAATGTTAGATCACATTAACAATCAAAATAAATCAAATAAAATAGAAAATTTGCCTGAATCAAATAGTTCAAATACAAAAAAAATTAAAATATATTTATTAGATTTGGAAAATAGACCAATGCCTGAATTAAAAACAGATCCCAATTGTATATATGTTGGGTTTTTAAATACGATTCATCATTCTGTTCCAAAATATAATAAATGGTATAGATGCAAAAGTGATAATATTTCTAAAGAATTACAAGATGGTCAAAACAATAAACTTTTATTTTTAATTGAAGGAGGAGTTTCTGATTTAGTAGATCATTTTATGACATTATTAATCTATCCAGTAATAAATTACATAAAACAACTTGAAATTGCTCCGACTATTATAATAGTTTCTGGAGATCATGCGGCATGGTGCACAAAAACATGTTTAGAAAAGGTTTTAAAATGGCACGAGATTCAAGTTGAATCAATAGTAAATACTATCACAATTTAATAAATAAATTATTTAGTAAAAATAATTCATTTATTAACTAAATAAGCTCTTAATCTATTTTTAAATTTAGGTATTTTTTTGTCACCAATCAGTTTTTTAAATGTGGCTTTCTTAAATGCAAAATCTTTATCATATGGTATTCTTCTAATTAAATAACGATCATATAAATATCTCCAAGGATCTAAATTATACATAACATTTCTAAAAGGATTTCTTCCAACCTCATAAATTGTATCCATTTTATCTTCAAATGTTTTTATTAATTTGGGATATTGTTCAACAATATAAATATATAACTGCGCAAGATTTTGACATTTTGAAGATTTTGCAATTCTATAAAGTTCATCTTTATCTGTTGGATTTATAAATTCTTCAGTTGGTAAATTTTCCAAATAATCAAATTGTGCATAGTCAAAAGCAGTTGTTATTTCATCAAATTGAAATAATTTAATTTTATTTTTCATGTACAAATATATATTTTCAGAAAAAGTGTATCTTGTTTTCATTTGTTTTTGTTCGATAGTATCATTTTTATTGTATTTTAAAGTATAATTAGAATGTATAACAACATTTCTACTACCAACCGCGAAAGCTAATAATGACAACCAATGAATCCATTCTTGTTTATTTAAATCAACAACAATACTAGGATCTGTTACACTATATCTAAAATAATAATTGATATGTATTTCAGGTCCTAATTCCATTAATATATTAATATTACCATATTTTGGATTTGATGTGGAAATCATAATACCATTTTTAAGTTCATAATAAAAAAATGGTTTATAAACACTGCTTGAATCATATGAACCAATATTGAAAGTATATTCAGTATTACCTATAAGACATTTAAATTGGTTATTCATATTTACATAATTATTTTTAAAATATACGAATCTATCAGAAATATCAATATTTCTAAAATTTTCATCTTGTAATAAATCTGATAAATCGATTCTATTAAGTTCAGGGATAAAAGCTCCTGGCATATTTATTTTAATTTCAGACGCATTTTCACCAATATAACTATTACCTACCCATTCAAATTCATATTTTTTTTGCACTTTCAGGTTAAAAATATTTTGGAAATGAGCAACTTCATCTGTGTCTGTATAATTTATCAATTTATATTTTGATGCGGGAGGCAAAATAATTTCTTCTTCGCTCGGAAAATTTGAATAAGATTCGATACATAAACCAACACCAATAATATTTTTTGGTAAAGTTATTTTTATTAATATATATCCAAATGCATAATTTTCTTTATAATAAAATGGATTTCTTGTTGTACTCATAAAACTAGTGTCTTGATAAATATCACCAATTTTTAAATATTGTAAATAACTATCATTTTCTACAAATCTATAAACAGTATGCGATTCTGTAAATCCAGGAGCTTTACTAATTAATTTTGTCATAATTTCTATTTGATTTTCTAAATCAGGATTCCTTATTACATCGTCATAAGGTCTATTTCCAGGTAAACAACATTGATTACGCCGTAAATAATTATTCATATAATAAGATCCAAATAAAGAATAATGTTTTACAAGTCCAATAGCTCTTGAATCATATATATATAATTGATGATCTAATAATGTTTTTGCGGAAATGTCATATTTTGATATTTCTTTACATAAACCATTAATTTCTTCAGTAGTCAAAGTCGCTTTATTTGTTAAGTTCCAATCATAAGCTAAATAATATAATTCATTTATTTTGTAATAAGGCATAATATGTTCCATACCAGAAGCAAAACTTGGTCGCCTACAATTTGTTATGTATTTATGCAATACAAAACTTTCATAAAAAATTTTTGCGTAAGTATTTGTCAATGTATCTAAATCATAATTTGATAATATACGTAAATTATCTAAATCAGCAGCTGTTGGATCTTTTAAATTTTTTAAATCTGTTAAAAAATCATTATCAACAAATCTGTAATTTTCATTATATATTCTTTGATAAACATTTTCACGATATATTAAATAAATATGATTGAAAGTTATATCATACAATGGTATTCTATCACCATATGTACTTATTGATTGCCTAAATTTATTTAAATAGTCATCGGATAATCCTAATTCTTTGACTTGTTGAGAAGATATTAATTGTGCTTCATTACTATATAACATATTAACTATTTCGTCAATATATTCAGTAGATTCTATTTTATAAGGATTTTTTGGTGAAACATAATAGTATATCATTTTGATTAATATAATACAATAATAATTTAAATAATCAAAAAATTGAATTTTGTAATTATTAATTATTGACGATTAAAATATATATCTTAAGCATATATTAAGCATAAATATTATGCAAGCAATTAAATCAGCTATATATGATGATGATATTATCGCTCTTCAAGAATTACTTAATAAAGAAATATTAACATCAAAAGAATTAAGTATTATTTTTATTTATTCAGTTGTTTGTCACAAAACTGAAATAGTAAAATTATTAATTAATTCAGGTGTTAATTATAATTTTATGGACAATTATGCTTTTAGAGTTGCATGTTGTAATGGTTATTATGATATTTGCCAAATATTATTATCAAAAAAATATCAAACGAAAATGGATTATGAATATGCATTTACAGTTGCGTGTTCTAATGGACATTTGGAAATAGCTAAATTATTAGTAAAATATGGAGTTGATATTAAAACTTATAATAATCAAGCATTCATCTGGGCATATTGTAATGGACATAAAAATATTATTGATTATTTGCTAGAATATGGATTTGACATTTCTCTCGTGGAAAAAATTAATATGGGTCAGTATAGATATGTTACTAAATTTGAAAATGATAAAAATAATATTTATAATATTATTCAAGTATATTCCAATAATATTTTAGTTGAAACAAAAAAATAATTTGTTTTGCTGATGATTATTAAATTTTATAAATTATAAATTTTAATAATTAACACGTGATACTTCAAGTTCATTATTTCTTTTACGAGTATAAACTCTAAAATATTTTACCTTAATAATTGATCCTTGTCCAAATAATTTAACATCTCTATTATCATTTGGTTCTTGATTTAATACATATGCAAAAGTTACAGCAGGATTAACAAGTTGTCTATCTTCACCTGTTAAAGGATTTGGAAATAATTCACGATAATTTTCTGTTAATTCTAATTGCACAAGAGCAGATGCAGCAATTTCTCTTTGCATACCCTGATCAGTTACAATTTCAGGTAAAACATATGCTCTATCATAATTATTAGGTAAAGCCATATCAAGTAAAGAAAAAGTACCAAAACCAACTCTCATTGAATCTGGAGACACTAATCGTTCTTCACCACCGAGATCCAATAATCTATATTTATCATGAGCTCTCAAACCTATTCTATCAATGGAAAATACAGGAACATCATCAATATACCAAGTTACTAAACCTTTACCTTTATGTATTCCAATGGCTAATTTTTCATATTGTTCAAGAGGGTTAGTAGCTGATCTTCTTGCAACCCAAATAGCATTAGAAAAAGCGGCATAATCTCCTAATGGAGTTAAAGTTCCGCCATTAAATGCTGGTTTACCAAATGGTAATCTTTCATAAAAAGCATAAATAGCAGTATTGGTTACAAAAAAATCAAATACCATCCATGTATCAGGATCAATAACATTAAATGCACTCGACGCTAATCTTAAATCATCATTTACGTTTCTAATTCTTGGACGCATTCTTTCAGGAATTGTTGATGGATCAATAACTTGTCTACCTGACATTTCAATTTCAAAAATAACTTCTCGATCTTCACACAATGGGAAAGTATCCTTATAAAATTTTAACCATTTGGGATGCTCATTCCCAACAGGAATTGTGGATGTAAATGGTACTGAACTTATAGTTAAACCATTTGCATCTTGTGAAACTGTACCGTCATTACCAAACACAAAATCAAAATCTTCATCATTATATTGTTCTTGGGTAAAATCATATACAAAATTTATATTATTACAAGGTCTTATAGGTTTCTCACATTTATAAATTATGTCATTATCATTATTGTCATTATCATGGTTACATCTTTCTGTTTGGATAACAGTAAGACCGTGACGCTCGAGTTTTTTTAAGCAGGATTTACTAAACATATAAATATATGTATATATTTTTTTGAAAATTAACTTAACAAGTACATTTATTATAATCATTTGGTTCTATTTTGAACGTATTTAAATTCGACAAATGATTAATTACTATATCTAATTTTGACATTCTTTCTGCTAAATTTTCAAATAATAAATCTATATTACTTCCATCAATACAATTTGTATATAAATACTCGCAATTGATTGAATCGCAATAATTTTTTATTTGATCTTCATTTACTTTCCACAATTTTTTCGGCTGATCGCATTTATTTGCTACAATAATTATAACATATTCAGTGCCTGTATTATGTATTTGAAAATCTTTGATCCAAAAATCAATATTATTAAATGAATTTAAATCTGTAACATCAAAAACACATATACATGCAACAGAATTATTATAATACATTCTTGCTAAAGATTTAAATCTTTCTTGACCAGCGGTATCCCAAATATTTAATTTAATTTTTGATTCACCTATATTTAATTCTCTTGTAGCAAAAGCTGCACCTATAGTAGGATAAGTATTATATGGTCTTCTTTTGTATAAAAACCAATATACTAAACTAGTTTTACCCACACCTGAATCACCAATTAAAACTACTTTGAATCCATTATTTTCCATATTAAATAATATTAATAAATATTATTTAAACTAATTTTTATTTATTTAAAAAATAAGAGCGAGTATTAACAATACTATAATTAACCATAACCAATTAACAGAACCACCTAGTAAAACAATAACCAATAAAATAATAAGAATTATGACAAGTAAACTGTTCATTGTATTTAATATAATGAGATATTTTAAAAATAAATTATATTAGAATATAATTTATTTTTAAACACACTTATAGTTCTAAATATATTTAATGCCATATTTGTTTGTATATTCATTTCGACATTGTAATCTATATTCGTTAATATTCAATAACTCGTCTTCGTTCAAATAATTTCCCACTTTTTTAAAAATAGAAAAATAAAATATTCCAAATAAAAATATAGTAGGATATGCTAAATAAAATATAGGATCAACTTTTCCCATATTAATAGGTAAAGCATGTGAAGCTTTAATTATATTTTTTAAATTAGTTGTATTAGTATCAAGATCATGTAATTTAAAACAAGCATCCAATTCATCAATAACATCAACATCTTGAAATAATTTTAAATAATAATTGTAATAATCTTGAATAGTCATTTCTTGTTCAATAACGAATTGATTATTATCATCAAGTTGATATATTTTATTTTCTTTGGAAATAAATGTAGAACGAGCACTATATCCAGCTCCACCATAATTACCATAAATTATCAAAAACTTTGGTTTTTTTTTAAATTTCAAGCCTCTAAAAAATTTATAAAATCCTTTAAATAATTTCATTTAATATTAGGCAAGATAATTATTTGTTAATTTTACCTAAATATATTAAATAATTATCAAGTTCGTGTTGAGTAAAATAACAATTAATAATATCTGTTTTTTGAAATTCCATTATCTTATCATTAATGGTTTTTTTAAGTTTTTCAAGTTCTGAATTTTTATAATAAAACCTTAAAAAATATACAACTGTGTAATAACTAAATCTAACAAATAATTTATGTTTTTCAGCTAAAGTAACTAATTGTCTAATTAATTCCACTATTTTTTTTCTTGATCTATGTTTATTGTCAAGAAAATATCAATCATCATATAAATTTTTTGGTGATATTTAATTATATTTTTATTTTCTGTTCCATTAATAATTTTTTTAATATCAAAAATATTAATGTCATTTAATATTTTTTGTAAAAGTCTTGTAATTTTATCATAATGATCATAATTTTTATTCCAATATTTTTGAGGTGTTTTTGTATATTTAGCAATGTCTGTTCTCAAGTCAAAAAAATCAAAATTTTTTTTATTAAAAGGAAAACTACGTAAATCATCAGGAAATTTGACAGATATTTTTGTATTTGTGGGTATAATTTCACCAAATATTTTTTTACGATAACTTGAAATATCTAAATATATTTGTTCTTTCATCAAAATTATTATTTGTCTATGATAATATTATTTATATAAATATCAATTTATATAAATGATATTAAAAATCAAATACGTATATCAAATATTAAATGTATAATTATATTTTTAAAGATTATTTATTGGGTTTAGCAGATTCTGTAAGATTTGACAAATTAATTAATATTTTATTGAATGACACAAAAATTTGTAAATCATTCAAAAAAATAATAAAATTAAATTTTCTAATGTATTTATTTCCACAAATAATTATATTTATGACATATTATTTATTAAATTGGGATCTGAGTATTTTATTATATTATCTTTCTTTTCCAATGGGAATAGTCAGTTGTTTTTTCCATATATTACAATATATTGATATTTTATCATCAATAAGAAAATATAGTAGCAGAATTTCATCACCCATAAATAATATGAATTATCTAACTTTATCTATCACAATGGTAATATATCAATTTGTTATACTTTCAACATTAATTTTAATAGATTTTGTTGGTAAAAATATAATTTTTTTGACAATAATATTAAAAATATTAGTTTTATCAACATATCATTCATTCTATTATTTTAATAATTTATGGCAATATAAACGAGTTACACTTTATCATCGTATTGATATTCATGAAAAACTTTGGCCTTACTATTTAGGTTTTGGTACGATATCTTCTATTATATATATATTTACTGATATTTATTGGATGATATTTTTTTATAATTTATACACATCCATTTTGATTTGTTTACCATTTATAATAAAAACAAAATATCCACCATTTCCTATTAAATATCCGTCTTGTAACCTAAAAATATTTTTTTGCATTATCAAATATCTTATTAATTTTATAAAAAAAATATTCATTGATATTGATTAAATTATATGTAATTCCAATCAATATCAATTAAGTTATACGAAAAACTGTTATCGAATGTACAATTAAATTTTAATTTTTTTACAAAATCTTTATCAATTTTCATAAAATTAATAGTGTCAATTAAATTATCACGATTAACACGTAAATCTGATAAATTATTCCAATGAAAATTATCCAGATTGAGAAGTAATTTAGATCGAAGTATAATGTATTCCCAAATTAATATTGGATTGTATTCAGCTAATTTATTATTTGTATTTTTATAAAAAAATTCGTGAATATTTTTTTTATTGTATCCATAGAAAAAAAATATTTTTTGCGTTAAATAAAGGGAATATTCTGTTTCAATTTGCAGTAAATTTTTATATAAATCATACATATTAATATTACATTTATGATAAATATGCAGTGTTTCATATGCACAATTTAATAATATGGATAAAAATTCTGTATATGCTTCTGATAAATTTAATTTAGGATTAACAATATTCCAGTCATGATTTTGAGTTATTTTTAATAATTCATGATCCAGTCCAATAAAATGTATCATTTCGTGATATAATAATTTAATAATTTCTTGTTGTTTTGTTAAAATAATAAGTTTGTTATATTTATTAGTAACACCACTTACATTAAATGCACCAGAATTTTTTTTTAAATTTTTAAATATATTCTCATAATCTTTGTTATGATTTAAATCCGCATTTCTTAAATTATTATCAAGTGAAATATAAATTTGGAGGCCATTATAATTATAAGTAAACATGTGACAAAAAGTATTAATTGCATGAAGTATAACAGAAATATATCCAATACATTCATAATTTTTGGAACATAATATGTATATGTTTATTATACCTCCATTAATATTTAATTGAAAAGAAAAACTTTTATTAGAATTTTTAACATCAAATTGAAATTTAGAATTTTCCACGTCATTAAAATCTTTGTCAAAATCAACTAAAATTTTTTTTATTTCGGAAATATTAACATCTTTGGCTATAATATCTAAATCTGCGCAAAATGATATTTTCATGTTATCAAGAATAATTTTATAATTATTTGATTCAAAATTTACTGAACTTGTGCAATTAAAATTATTTAATTTAGAAAAACTATTTGATGTTAAATGTATACATCTAATTATATTTTTAATATTATTCATATAGGATATGATCATATAAAAAATTGATAAAATTAGATTTAAACCTATATTTAATTTATTAAATAAATTAAATGGAACTCGCAAAAAACTTTCAAAAATATTTTTCCATTGAAAATCCTAAAAAAATTATTAAATCTTTGGAAAAAAATGACTATACAAATGATAAATATGAATGGATTGTTTTAGAGAAAATACATGGAGCAAATTTTTCATTTATTACAAATGGAGAAACAATTTATGCTGCTAAAAGAACAGCTATAATACAACCAGGTGAATATTTTTATGATTATGAATCTATTGTAGAAAAATATAAAGAAGACGTTTTCAAAGTTTACAATGAAATTTTTTACAAAACAAAAAATATAATGTCAATTCAAATATTTGGTGAGTTATTTGGAGGATTATATCCAAATTATAATGATAAAAAAATAAATCCTATACAAACAGGAATATATTATAATCCAAAAATAGATTTTATGGTATTTGATATTAAAATCAATTATTTGACGGATAATTTTAATGTTCAAAATGATAAATCTGAATTTTTAAGTCACGATGAAGTTTTATTTTATTTATCCACAACTAAATTTAAACATGTACCAATAATAGGACGAGGTCAATTTAACGACATAATAAAAATGGAACCTGTTTTTTTACTCAAGTACCTCGAGTATATGAATTACCTCATGTTGATAATAATTATGCTGAAGGGTATATATTTAAATTAAACGCACGTCATTCTTGTGATACATTAAGGCCGATTATTAAATCAAAAAATGATACACTTTTTGGAGAAATACACAATCAAAAAAAATATTTTTTTCTAAAAATACTACAGATAATAATATATTTGTGGAAGAAATAAAAGACTACTTGACGAAAAATAGATTTGATGGTTTAATTGGAAAAATTGGACCGGATAATAAAACTCCAAAAATTATTGGATGTTTTATCGCAGACGCATTAAATGATTATGAATCATCACTGGAATATGAAAAAATGACATTTTATAAAAATTTAGAAAAAATATTTTTAGTAATCTTACTAACTATATAAATAATAATAATGAAATGATGTCTTGGATAAATCAAATAAAATATAAATAAAATAATGCAAATAAAATATATATTGAATCAATATATATTTTATTAATAATAAATGATTTTATTATTTTTTTTTTGATATTCTAGTTTTTGATCTTTTAGTTTTTGAACTAAAAGATTTATTTTGTGGAACATTTAAACTAGCCGTATAATCTTGTATTATTCTAGAACTAACATTAGCATTTGGATTTTGATCTTGGAACGATTTCCAATTGAATTTACCAGGAACAAAGAAATCTTCTGAGATTTGGTGAATTATTTCCAATTCATTAATTTTCCAATCTTCATATTTTTTTCCCGGTAAATTACGTCTAATAATAAATGGAGTCATTTTTGCAATTAATTCAACATATGCCATTTTAGCTGGATGTAAATCATTAACCCCCTGTACAAGAGGTTTTGCACCATAATTAAATTGTTGGGCTCTTGTTCCTAATATTCGTACCATTTCATAATATGTCATAATTGGATCAGTTTCTCTTTCTTCATCTGGAATACGTTTAAATTCCATTTTTCCATATAAATTTGAGTCATCATCATCCAATGCTATATAATCTTTATCTTTCGCTAAATTTTTTAAATGACATTTTTTATTATTTTCATTAGCAAATTCAGTAGCATCTACAGAATCAGGATCAACTTCATCAATACCATGCTCATCAAGTTCAGAACCCTGATCATCATCAACTGGTTCATCAATTTCTTGAATTGGATCATATTTTTCATCACCGTCAACATCAATATCTACTTCATCGTCAGGATCTACATCAAGAGTAGCAGAATCATCATCCAATTGATCATCAGCAGCATCAGAAACACCACCTGATTGATACGATTCATCATCAGAATTATTATTAGAGTGATATGAAGCCTCAGATTCAATTTCAGATTCAACATCCGAATTATTTTCAGATTCTACATCCGAATTATTTCCAGATTCTACATCCGAATTATTTTCAGATTCTACATCCGAACCACCAGAAACATATTCATCTTCCGAATTTCTAAATTCTCCTTCGTCATCATATGAATATTTAGTATTTTTTTTGCTTTTAGAATTAAATTTTTTTGGCATATTACTATATTTTAATAATATAGATTTATATTATTAAACAAAAAATAATAATTCAATTTTTTATGTGATATCTTAAGCATAAAATTTAGCTCGTATAAAAAATTGATAAATAAAGAATATATAATAAATTATATATTAAGATAAATACAAATGTTTTTCTGTGAAAATTGTAGGTATTCTTTTAATGTCACAAAAGACGTAAAAAATAAACAAGTTGGAGGCAAAATTAATGATGCATTGAATAACATATTTCAAAAATTTATGTCAAATTCACAAATTATCGAAAAAGATTTAGCAAAAATAAAAGGAAGAGATATTACAGATGATGAGAGATTTGAGAATATGACAAAAAAAGATCAAAAAAAATTAATGTCACAAATTAAAAATATAAACAAAAATTTTTTCATTGAGGACAAAACTGGTGGAGAACCAGTGGGTACAACAAAGGCTTATTTCACATGTAAATATTGTGATAATTATAAACCAATACAACCAGGAACATTAATTTATACAAAAAATTATGATATTTCAGGTTCTGATGAAATCGAGGATTATTCAAAATATATTAATGATTATACTTTAAACAGAACAAAAAGTTATATTTGTAAAAATAAATCTTGTAAATCTCATACTGACGACACAGTCAAAGAAGCTGTTCTAACAAAAAATTCAACAGATCAAATTGTTTATATATGTAAAGCTTGTTCAACGTACTGGATTAATGCATTATAACACCAAAAAATTATGATTTAAAAAAATTTATCCATTAAAAAATTGATAAATTTTTTTTTAATATATAAAAAAAGAAATGCTTAAAATATTAACTTAACTTATGGTTTCTAAATCTGATAATAAGAAATCTATTGGAAATTCTAAATCAATAGGAAATAAAAAAATTAAAACTGAAGAAATTACCAAAATAAAAAATAAAAAAATTGAGAAAAAACCATTAAATAATGAGGATAATGAGTTAAGTAAATTACATAGATTTTTGCAAAAATTTTCTATTAAAAATGATGGTAAAAAACATTTATGTACACACACTTCAATGCAATATCCATTTGGTAGTTTTATTATATCGGAAGATGCTTATGGTAGGTTTACAAAATTATATGAAGACGCAATTGTGGCTGGATTTACACCAGGAATTGTGGAAAGACATAAAAATTATGGTCCAATTGTAATAGATTTAGATTTTGATCAACCAAAAGATATTGATAAAAGATATTATACTGAAACAACAATAAGACATGTTGTAGCATTATATAATAAAATAATTAGAAAATATTTGGATGTTTCGAATAAAACCTTGATAGCTTATGTATCTGAAAAAAATTCACCAACAAAAGCGAGTGATAAAATGAAGGATGGATTTCATATTGTTTATCCATATATTTGTACTAAACCTGCACTCCAACAACTATTAAGACATGAATTTATTAGATATGCTAAAAAAAATAAAATATTTAAAGATATTCCCTTCACAAATAGTATTGAAAGTGTAATTGATGAAAGTGTAATTTATAGAAATGGCTGGATGATGTATGGATCAAAAAAAAATACTTATTCACAAGTATATTACGTGACACATATATATCAATCAATGAATAATAAATTATATGATCATAAATTACCTGGATTGGAAGACACATCAAGATCCACTATCAGACATTATATCAATGCCTTGAGTTGTAGAAGATTTTTTAGTGAAGATAATATTACACCATTAGCTGATAATGTAGATCCTGTTGAACTTGATAAAAAAATAGAAAAATTAACGAACAAAATAAAACAAAAAGTACACAAGGATGTAAAAATATCTGATATTATGGGTGAAGATGTTGGATTTATTAAAGCAGTACCTGATAATATTTTAGCAGAAGCAAGAAATTTAGTAAAATTATTTAGTAAAGAAAGAGCCACTGATTATAATTCTTGGTTACAAGTCGGAAGATGTTTACATAATATAGATTATAGACTATTGGATGATTGGATAGAATTTAGTAAAAAATGTCCAAGTAAATTTGTCCCAGGTGATTGTGAAAAAAGATGGAAAAAAATGAAACCAAGTAATTATACTATGGCAACATTACATTATATGGCATCAAAAGATGATCCAAAGAAATATACTGAAATGAAGAAAAAAAAAGTAGATAAACTTGTGAAAGGAGGTCTTGAAGCTAGTCATAATACCATTGCAAAATTATTAATGGAAAAATATAAATTTACATTCAAATGTGCCTCCGTAAAACATAATACTTGGTACGAATATAAAAATCATAGATGGGTTGAAATTGATAGTGCATATTCTTTAAGAAATTTAATATCTGATGAATTAACAAATATATATGCTGATTATCAAAGGGCATTATATACTGAACAAAAAGAAAAAGAAGGCTATGAAAAAGAAAGATGTATGAATGAAGCAAATCATATATCCAAAGTTATTAAACAATTAAATAATTCGACGTTTAAAAATGGTGTAATAAGAGAATGTGCAGATATTGCTTATGATCCAAATTTTTTAAAAAATCTTGACGAAAATATATATTTGGTTTGTTTTGAAAATGGAGTATATGATTTAGAAGCTGATGTATTTAGAGATGGATGTCCTGATGATTATATAAGTTTATGTACCGGATACAAATATATAAATCTTGATGATAATGATGGTCTTATAATAGAGATACAAGAATTCTTGCAAAAAATTCAACCTGATAAAGAAATGCGTGATTATCTTATGACATTATTATCAACGTGTTTAGCTGGATCAATATCTGAAGAAAGTTTTTATGTATTTACAGGATCAGGTGCAAATGGTAAAAGTAAATTGATGGAATTATTAAAATATACACTTGGTGATTTATTTAAACCAATGGATATTAGATTATTGGTGGAGAAAAGAGCTTCATCCAGTTCAGCATCACCAGAATTGGCTGACAAAAAAGGTGTAAGAGCTTGTCCTTTTGATGAACCAAAAGCAACCGATGAAATTAATACTGGATTTATGAAAATATTTACTGGTGGTGATACAATTACTGCAAGAGCTTTATTTAAAGAACCAATATATTTTAAACCACAATTTAAACCATTTTTATTGTGCAATGATTTACCTAATATTAAATCAGATGATGATGGTACCTGGAGAAGATTAAAAGTTGTTCCATTCCTTAGTAAATTCGTAAAATATTCTGAAGCCACGAAAAAAATGAAGAAAAAACTTCCGGAAAATCATTATTGGGCTGATTGTAATTTATCAGAAAAACTTCCTGAATGGAAACAAGGATTCATGTGTATGTTATTAAAATATTATAAGAAATATAGAACTGATGGTCTAGTTCATCCTAAATTGGTCACAAAATATACTGCAGATTATAGAAAGAAATGTGATGTGTTTCAAGATTTTATTGGAGATTATTTGGAAAGAACTCAAGATGTTAAAAATTATGTGAAGATAATTGATATTCATGAAGGTATGAAAAGTTGGTACAGAGCTAATTATGATGGTAAATGTCCAAATACTAAAGAACTTAGAAATTATCTCCAACATAGAATGCCAACATATAATAAAAGTAAAGATTGTCTTGAATATTATAAATTCAAGACTGATGAAGATGATGGTGAAGAGGTGCTTGATAATTTGAATACTATTAAAGCTTAATTTTTTTAATTAAATTATTGGTAAATGATTAAATTAAAAAAAATTGAAAAATATAATCACTTAAAAAAATAAGACCATTATAGATTATTATCAAAATGTCGACCAATTGTGATTCAAAATATTCAAATGATGATAATTTACCTGTTGAAGATTATGATAATGATACACTTCCAGTAAGTGATGAATCAGATGAAGAATCACTTCAAGAAAATCAAATAATATTCCCAGGTCTTATTCTTCGTGATAAATACATATTATTAAAAAATATTGGTTCAGGTAATAATGCCCATGTTTGGATGGTTTATGATATGGATAAATCAGAATTTTATGCTATGAAAATACAAGATCATGAATGTTATCATGATGGATGTCGTGAAGTAGCTATTGTTAATAAAATAACTGAATATACACAAACAAATGGATATTTTAATTGTATTAATATGCTTGATTATTTTGTTTATGAAATAAATAATGATACTAAATATGTATGCAGTGTTTATGATTTATTTGCAGGAAGTATAAGAATAGTATTGCTTACTGGTATTTATAAATATGGATTACCTATTAATGTTGTAAAAAATATTACAAGACAACTTCTTAAAGCGGTTGATACTCTTCATACTAATCTTCAAATTATACATACTGATATTAAACCAGAAAATATATTATTTAAAGGAGTTCCTGATTATCATGAAAAAATAATGGAATTATTTCTAAGAAGTGGTTTCCGCGAAAAATATAGCGAACTATTATTAAATAGACCCAGTGAAAATTCAGAAGATGAAGAACAAGAAAAGAAATTTTATGATGATCTGGATGAATTAGCTCGACAATCTGTTCAAGAAATTTGTGCTCTTGATGAATGTCTTAATGGCGATGAAGAATTAATACCTGATAGCGATGATGATGATGAATCTTATATTGATGATGACGAAGATGATGATTATAGAGGAAGTGATTATAGTTCTGAGGATGAATATGATGAATATAATGAACTTAATAAAAAATATAATGAAAGAAATCAATCTGTTGATGATATTCAAGAACATTTAGATTACAAAGATATACATAATCTTGATGAAGAATATGATTTTACTAAAATTCTTAATAATAGAGCAGGATCAACAGATAAAGAAGAAATTATTGATGATAAATATATTAAAAATTGTGAAATTGCTCTTATTGATTTTGGTAATTCTTATTTCTTCTCTAAGAGAACTAGGAATGAAATACAAGATAGACGTTATCGAGCACCTGAAGTAATTCTTGATCTAAATTATTCTTATGGATGTGATGTATGGTCCGTAGCATGTGTTGTTTTTGAACTATTAACAGGTTTTACTCTATTTGATCCCGAGAGAGATCCTCTTAATCAAGATATTCACCACCTGTATATGTTAGAAAAATTTTTAGGTCCGATTCCACTTTCAATGAAAAAGAAATCAAAAAGAAGAAAATTCCTATTCGATAAATCAAGAAACTATCATATTAAAAATATTTCAGAATTTGAACCTAATCCTCTCAAGCAAAGATTAGTAAATGAATTCCTCTTTTCTGAAAAAGAGGCTGAAGAAATTAATGATTTTCTTCTACTTGGTTTACAATTAGATCCCGAAAATAGATCCACAGCTAAAGAGATGTTAAATCATAATTGGCTTAATTAAATTTATTAAAATATTTTAAATTAAAATATTTTAATAATATTATGTTGTACATAATATCAATACAATAATATTAATTTTATAATAATTATTATATTTATGTATTATATTAATACATTATTGGTTCATTTTTAATTATTAATAACAAATGGTCCACTTGCTAAAGGTCCAAGAGCAAATTGTCCAGTAATATTACCATGTAAAACTTTATCATTATATGAATATCCATGTGCAGATGTATAAGTATTATTTATTAATCCATCAAAAATAAAATTTCTTCTATCATGTTTAGAAGAATTATAATATGTCCAAAAATTATTAGGTCTGGGTTCAGGTATATAATAACATGAAGTAGACCTAATCATATTGGACATATTATAAAATATAAATGTAAACATCAATATATTTTAATAGACTACTTTACAGTTTTTTTTTCAATTTTTTTGGTATAAAAAATAAGGATTATATACAACTATAAATGTATAATTACTATAAATTTTATTATAATAGCAATGAATTTGATAAAAATAATATGGATGAATATCCTGATTTATTTTGCTTATTCAAAGCAATATATTCTGATTTATGTTCAAAGCGATCAAAGGATCTTATTGATAAATTAAGGGCTACAAAATATTATATGAATCATCCTACAAGTTTTTTTAATTTTAAATATGAAAATGGATTATTAATGTTTAATGAAAACAATAACATTAAAATTTGTGATTTCTTTCCAGAATTTATGCCAATGGATAAAATATTAAGTATGATATATGTGGATACCAAAAATAATTTAGATAAAATTACACTTGATGTGGAAAAAAATAAGAAACAAAAAAACCAAGAAAACATAAATTTCTTCAAAAAGATAAAAAACAATATCTTGTTTTAGATACATTTAATAATATTAATCCTGTAAATAAAGAAACTTTAGAAAAGGAGGATAATAAAGATCTTGTTTTATTTAAAAGTGATAAAAATTCATATAAACTTATCAAAAATGATATTGAAAAAGGTATTTTGGATAATAAAGATATAAATGCTTTTTTCGCGGATAAGTTTATAATATTTAAGTTATTAGAATCAAGAGGTTGTTTAAATCTTGATAACAATGATGATATTAAAACAGAATATGAATTGTTTAGAGATTTATATGAACCAGAAGAAAATATAATATCAGAAAAAGAAAATATTTATGTCCCACATAATTATCATTATATTTCCGAGCAAGAAAAAATAAATCATGCTAAAAAATATAATATGACTTTAAATGAGTTTGAAGAAAAATATGTAAACAACTCAATAAGTCCAGTAAATAATATTACTTTCAAAGTGGAACGTTGCGATTCAGAAAATAGTACAAATTTAAAAAATGATATAGAAAATATGAATTATAGTGATTCAAGTGAAAATGATGAAAAAGAAAATAAACAAATAGATCCAGAATTTTTGCAACTCATAAAAAATATTTATTAATTGTTATTTAGAATAATTAACAATTAATAATTAGATAAAAGTGAATATCTATTTTCCATAAAATCAATACCGGATTTATTTATATTATTTTTTGAATTAGATGATTTATTTGTATTTTTTTTGTTTTTATGATTATGATCAATATTTTTTATTTTTGTCTTATTGGATTTTACTTGTGATTCGATATGTTTGTATTTATTTTTTTGATGTAAATGACTGATTGTATCTTTATTATTCCATTTTTTATTCAGTTTTCTTTTGTTAAATTCAATTGGATTATTTCTATGATATTCTTCAGAATTATTTTTTGTCAAATATTCTATGAAACTAATCTCTCTTGCCATATGTCTTGTAACAAAACATATCGTTTTTATGGATAAATATAAATTATTTGAATCATCATCGGATAGTGACAATTTATTTTTTATAATATATTTTAAAAATGCAATAACAGAGTCAACATCATATTTAAGAAGAGCATGAACATAATGATGTTCTTCACATGTAGGTTCTTCATTTTTTTTATAATATTTTTTACATTGAGTAAATGCAGCACAAAAATTATATGATGAACGAATAATAGTTGGTATTTTATCAGGCATATAATTAATAGTAGTCTGTTTAATACGGTTTGCTAAAATATCACTTGTTTTACTTATCCATTCTAAATATTCAATAATACTATTGATTTTTTCTTCATTTAAATTTTTGGTTTCTTGGAATTTTATTTTAGTAACAGACTCGAGCATCATTTGAATAAAATATGCAACAGAACTTTCGTCTTGTATTAATTCATTAGATGATAATCCAAGTTGATTTTTTTTAATAATGTCTTCCACATACATTTGTTTATCGGCTGGTTCCAAATCTAAATCAAAATTTTCTTCATTATCTGAATAAATATTTTTACAAGTGTCCAAATTATTATATTCATTATTATCTGGATCAAAATTATTTTTATTATCATCATTTTGTGATTTAATTACTTGAATCGTATTTTCATCGTACTCATTTTGATTAAACCAATCATCAAGTTCATCATAATTAGTAGTAGTTTCATCAATGTTATTAAACTTCATAATAAGTTACTTATAAAAAGCAATAAATTTTTATATAAAAAGTAAACTAAGTTGCTGACTTAATTAAAAATATAAATAAATCAATTTTTTTAATGAAGTAATTATATTTGCATAAAAATTTGTATATATATTAATAATAATAATTATACATGTCAAAATATTCAAAAAAATTAGGTTCAGATAATTCATATAGACGTCCAAAAAAGACTTATCAAGAAACATTATCCGCTGAAGAAATAACAGAAAAAATAAAAGGTTATTGTGGAGTTGATGATATTACACAAGTTCCTATAAATACACATATTAGATATTTTATAACTGGAGATGATGGTTTACCAGTTTTTAGAATGGGTGGATTTTTAAAGGACAAAAGTAATGCTGATAAATATGTAATTTTAACAAATGGTAAAAATCATTGGTGTGTTCAAATAAAAGGAACTAAATTTTTAAGAAAGATGACACATAATGAAGAAATAGAATCACTTCACAAAATGTATCAAAAAAAAATAAATGATAAAGATTATATTATTAAAAAACTTGAAAAAATGATTCAACAAAAAAATCCTAATTTTAAAGTTTCCTCCATATTATCTTCTAAAAATAAAACAAATTAACAAAAAAATTGAAAAAAAAAATGGTTGATATAAAAAAATATTGTATATGTCATATTATCAGATTATTATAAATATGCCTTCAAACAAGTCAGGTTCCAAAGTTAACAAATCTACTAAACCCACCAACAAAGGTAAATCAAAAGAAACCAAACAAGAAGAATTTGATTTTAAAAACTTTGAAGGTTATAATGTAGCTGATATTAATAAACATGATCTTAATGATGTTAAAAATCTTCAAAAATTAGATATTGAACCCTATCCTGATTTTGATAAAATTAAAGATAAAAATGAAAGATATACAGCTGTAAAGAATTTTTATATGAGAATAATGTATAAGATTGCTGCTCTTGATGTTCAAAGAGAAAGAGCATTTGAGGACTTTAAGAATCTTAAATCCGATTCCAATCAAGATAAAAAAGAAGATGATGAACTTGAAAGTGATAGTGAAGATAGTGAAAGCGAATCAAAAGCTAAATCTTCCAAGTCTTCTAAATCATCCAAAAAATCTAAGAGTTCAGAATCAAATTCTGAACAAGAAGAATCAGAACAAAAATCTGAAAAAGAGTCAAAGAAATCTTCCAAATCATCAAAAAAATCTAGGAAAGAAGAATCTGAATCAGAAGAAGAAGAATCAGAACAAGAATCAGAAGAAGAATCCGAAGAAGAACAACCTAAATCAAAAGGTAAAAAATCAAGCAAACAAGATTCAGAATCTGAAGAAGAAGAAGAAGAATCAGAATCCGAATCTGAATCTGAAGAAGATGTAAAATCTAAGAAAGGTAAAAAATCTACTCCTGTTAAAGGAAAAGAAGATTCTGACAAAGAAGGTTCAGATGAAGAATCTGAATCAGAGTCAGATAAAAAGCCCTCAAATAAAAAAGCTCCTGCAAAAGGCAAAAAAGTAGAAGTTTCAGACGAAGAAAGTGAAGACTCAGAATCAGAATCTGAGGAAGAAGAATCAGAAGAAGAACCACCCAAAAAAGGTAAAAAAGCTCCAGCTAAATCAGCTAAAAAACCCGCGGGTAAAAAATCAAAGAAATAAATAGATAATTATTTATTATTATAATTTTTATAAATTATTAATCAAATATTTTATAAAAAAAATGAAAAAATAATTATATCACGCATAATATTATTATATTATGGTATGAGTAATAATAAATCCATAAAAAAACTATATGGAGTAGTATTAAGTAATTTGCAAGATAATTCATACACGGCTCAAAAAGTATCTTCAATGCCGAGTAGAATTGAAAAATTACCAGGATGTAAAATATCCGTTTATGTTCATAAATATAATAAATCTTCTTCAAAAATAACTGTTTCAAAACCTGTTAGTAAAAATAAAAAAAATTATAACAGTAAAACATCCAAAATTAATAATACAAATAAAAAAAGATGTAGAAAAAGTTATAGAAATAATTGTAGTAAAAGGAAACGTGTTAAACCTAAAAAAAGAAAATCTTGTAATTTAAAACATCGATCAAAAACATTACAAAGTAACAGAAGAAAGTTACAAAATGTATATGAAGGTTATTATTTTAAAAAATAAATTGAAAAAAATATGGTATTAATGAATAATTACCAGATTTATAATAATAATAATAATGGAATTAACGGATATAATAAATTTTCAACAAGAAATAAATTCACTCATAAATTTGTGTATTGATAATATTCAATATGAAAAAGATCCAATTATTAATAAAAAAATAAAATTATTGAATCAAGTTATGTGTTATTTTAATAGAATGATGACTATTAGCGAAAATATAAAAGATTCTAATGAAGAAAATAGTGATACATGTTCTGATATTACCATTTCAGATATTCAAGATGAAGATATTGATTATAATAGTCCTACTTGTTTATCTGATGACGAAGATTATAGTGATTTATTTGTAGATAAAATATATCATAGACAAGTACCAAATACTATTCATAGTATCAATCAAAAAGTATTAGGATTAGATAAGCTGGATGAAGAGATACTAGAAAATACTTTTGGAAAAGAAAATGATAAATTATTTTTTGAACCAGAGAATAGTTCAAATGAAGAAATATTTGAAGAAGATGTTGTTGAAGAAGATATTTTTGAAACAAAACATAAAAATTCAAGTAGAAAATATAACACAAATAATATTACATTAACAAATTCTCAAATTGAAATTGTTAATGATAATGAAAAAATAGATTATGATGTATTAGATTTATCTGATATACAAATAATTTAATCAACAATACTAGCATATTCTTTTTTAATTTTTGCAATATCAATTTCATACGGAACATAAATGATAATATTCTTATTAAGACAACTTGTTTCTTTTTGACAAAATATATTAATTTTAATAATTTTATCAATATGCTTGTTAATAAAACAATAAATTTGTTTTGTTGCATCATCAAAATTAGGTATTAATCCATATTTTTCTTTGGACCAAAGTATTTTATTTTCAATAAAACCTCCATGATATAAAGTAATTGTTTGATCTTCTTTAATGGCCTCAGCTATTAGATAATTTAAACTTATTCTATCACAAATTTCTAATATTTTTTCAAAATTATATTTTTACTCATTCTTATAAATTAATTAGATATTTAATTAACGAATAAAATAATATAAAGAATTATATTATAAATAATGTACATTTTTTAGAAAATGTTATATTTGTATTACAAATAGTGACAATATCTTGTCTAAATATTATTACTTCATCATTAATTTTATTAATAAAATATTAATAAAATTAATCATCTATGTAATCTATTGGAATCTACTACTTCAAATTCTTGAAAATAAATTTTTGGAATGATTGACATTCTATGATATTTCGAAAGATGCTGTTTTTCCTGAATAATATCTCGCAACTTATAACAAACAATTTCACCATTACCATTTGAAAAATAAATTTTATTTATGCGAACACCATAGCTTAAACTATTTTTAATTTTATACATACAACCAATACATGGTCTGGAATTTGTTAAAGAATATGTTTCTTTTGTTGAAGATGGAGTGATACGTATTACCAATAATGATACATTTATTACCTTTTTATTTTTAATTTTTTTTAATTTATCAAGAGCCATTTCCTCAGCATGAGTAGATTTATCAGCATAAGATAAAAATTGACGATGTCTACAAACATGTTCACCAGAATGATTATCTCGATTAAACCGATATTGATCGATATCTTCTTCTTCGTTGTTTTTTTCTTGATCTCTTTCTCGCTTCTTCGGGTAATAATTCTCGTGATTGATACCAGTTGATAGTAGGTTTAAAACACGACTGGTTTTTCTCGATAAAGATAGCGGCGCAATGACGAGCCGGTCCTCGTTGAGTTACATCGGAAGCACATCTAATAGATACTAATTCCTCAACAAGTAAATCAATTGCTTTATTATTTACTACTGTAAAATTGGGTTCTACATTTTTCTTCGAGGCCTGCCTCAACTGTTGCTTCTGCTTAAACTGCTGCTTTTGCTTCATTAAATGTTCTATAATTTAAATAAGATAATATATCTTGTTTAAATGACTTTAATAATATTTAAAATTGTCAATTTTTTTTAGGACGAATAAAAATCAATTCTAACAAAACCATTACCACCATTACCACCAGGAAATCCATTATTTGGAGGAGGTCCACCTTGTAAAGTACCTCCACCTCCTCCTGACCCTTTTTGTCCATTTCCCGGAGGAGTAAAATTTTGTGAACCAGCTCCGCCATTACCAAATGCACTTGCTCCTCCCCCTCCTGAACCTGCATTATTAGATGTTGTAACAATTCCTGTACCACCAATAAAAACACCGACGTCACCACCTTTTGAACTAGTAAATGATGTACCGGCACCACCTCCACCTCCTCCAAATGAAAATAAACCTATTCCACCGGGTCCACCTGGTACTGTATTACTTGTTCCTGCCGATCCCCCTGCAGGTTGTGTAGCTAGTGCTGGATTGGTAACAGAACCACCAGATCCGCCAAATATTGTTGTAGATGTATCATTTACAGGAAGTTGACCAGGATTTCCGCCTTGTGCCGTAAAAGTATAAGGTCCATATATTACCGTTGTTGTACCGCCAGCTGTAGCATTAGTTGTAAAATTTTGTGCACCTATACCCCCAGCACCAATAGTACCAGTTATAGTTTTACCTGGTTCAACACTTAATGGAAAACGGAAAATGGCACCACCACCACCTCCTCCCCCTCCCCCTACATTACCAATATTTAAACTTCTTAAATAACTTCCACCTCCTCCTCCACCAACTGCCGATAAATAACCAACTGTTGCGCCAATAGGTACTGGTGCCACAAAAGAACCTGGAACACCATTATAATATGTGGAAATATAATTAGCGGATATACCACTTTCACCTTTTTCACCTTTTTCACCTTTATCACCTTTATCTCCTTTAATACCCTTATCGCCTAAATCTCCTTTAATACCTTTATCTCCTAAATCTCCTTTATCTCCTTTAATACCCTTATCGCCTAAATCTCCTTTAATACCTTTATCTCCTAAATCTCCTTTATCTCCTTTATCTCCTTTAATACCCTTATCGCCTAAATCTCCTTTAATACCTTTATCTCCTAAATCTCCTTTAATACCCTTATCTCCTAAATCTCCTTTATCGCCTTTATCTCCTTTATCTCCTAAATCTCCTTTATCTCCTTTAATACCCTTATCGCCTAAATCTCCTTTAATACCTTTATCTCCTAAATCTCCTTTATCGCCTTTATTTCCTTTATCTCCTAAATCTCCTTTATCACCTTTGTCTCCTAAATCTCCCTTATCACCTTTGTCTCCTAAATCTCCCTTATCTCCTTTATATCCCTTATCACCTTTATCACCTTTATCTCCTAAATCTCCTTTATCACCTTTATCACCTTTATCTCCTAAATCTCCTTTATCACCTTTATCACCTTTATCTCCTAAATCTCCTTTATCGCCTTTATCTCCTAAATCTCCCTTAATACCTTTATCTCCTTTATCGCCTAAATCTCCTTTAATACCTTTATCTCCTAAATTTCCCTTATCACCTTTATCACCTAAATCGCCTTTAATGCCTTTATCACCTAAATTTCCTTTAGTACCTTTATCTCCTAAATCCCCCTTATCGCCTTTATCTCCTAAATCACCTTTGTCTCCTTTATTTCCTTTGATACCCTTATCTCCTAAATCGCCTTTATCTCCTAAATCACCTTTGTCTCCTTTATTTCCTTTGATACCCTTATCTCCTAAATCACCTTTGTCTCCTAAATTTCCTTTATCGCCTTTATTTCCTTTACTTCCTAGATCTCCTTTAATACCTTTATCACCTTTATCTCCTTTTAATCCCCTAAATCCCAATTCACCTTTGTCTCCTTTTTCACCCTTATTGCCTTTTAATCCCTTAATGCCATTCTGACCTTTATCACCTTTTTGTCCATTAACACCTAAATCACCTTTATCACCTTTATCTCCTTTTTCACCCTTATTACCTTTTAATCCCTTAACGCCATTCTGACCTTTATCTCCTTTTTGTCCATTAACACCTAAATCACCTTTATCACCTTTTTGACCTTTAATATCATTATTAATATTACCACTATTACCTTTTTCTCCCTTAATACCCCTATATCCAGGATATCCTCTTTCTCCTTTTTCACCACTAATATTTGTTTTTAATTTCCAGAATCCTTTTTCTTTTAAATATAAATCATTAGTTAATGTATCTATATACAAATCATTATTATTTCCCAGTGAATTATTTGGTATTCCCGAGTTAATTAAAAATCTTGATCCGGCTTCACCCTTACTACCTTGTTGTCCTGATATTACAATAGGTAATCTATTAAGATTAATATTATTACATAATTTATTTATTCTATTATCTATATAATTTAATATACTCAGATCATATATTATATTTTTTGAATCGTGTGACATATATATATTTATTGATATATTTATATATTATAAATATATTAATAATAATACAATATAACGCTAATAATCCAATTGATTAATTAAATATTTATCTAAATCATCTGATCCACCTAAAAATTGCCCGTTCACAAATATTATTGGTTTGGTTGAATGCATAGGATTAAAATTTATTAAATATGCGTATTGATTTAAAACATCTAATAATCGTGGCATATTTCCATTTATTGTATTTATATCATATCCTTTATAAGCTAATCCACTGTTTCTTAACATACCTAAAGCTCGTTGGCAATATGGACATTCTGGCACAAAAAATATAATAAAGGTATTTGGATCAGCATTAATTATTTTACTAATAATTGGAGGTATAGATTGCATATATAATCAATTTACAAATTATTTTTACAACTATATGTTGATATATTTTGATTCTGTAAATTTATTTTGATTTCACTTTAATGTGTTATTATAAGATAAATAAAGTATATATATAACATATATATAATATTATAAGTTTTAATAGCAACAGTTAGACATTATAATAGATTAAATTTTTTTAATATATTACTAAATATATTAAAAAACAAGATTATCCAAATATAAAAGAATGGGTTATTGTTGATACAAGTTACGTAGGATATATTAAAACAGATAATGATTTGTCAGAAATTATCGAAGAATTTCAACAAGATAAATCCTTACCTAATATTGTTTGCCATAAATCTAATAAAAAATATAGGTGGTTGGCGTAATGAAACTTCACTTTTAGTTTCAAGTGATGTTATTGTTTGTATGGATCGCGATGATTATTATCCTCTTGAAAAAATTTCACATGCGGTGGAAAGATTAAGTGATAAAAAAACATTATTAGCGGGATGTAATAAAACGTATTTTTTTGATATACATTATAATAAATTTTATCAGTTCAATGGTTTTGGACCAACACATTCTACTAATAATTGCATGGCATATTGGAGAGAATATCTTAATAATCATTCTTATGATGTAACAGTAACACATGCCAAATAAACATCCTTTACTAATAATTATACTGAACCAATTATACAACTTAATCCAAAAAAAACTGTATTACAATTTAGTCATGATACACATACATACAATAAAAAACATATTATATATACCAATCATTTATTACCTCCACATTTAAAATACATAACGGAAAACTCTATTACTGTTGGTGGATTTATAATGGATTGGGAAATATATAATAATTATAAAAATATTTTCGACGAATTAACAAAACCTGGTAATTCTGAATATGATATTGTTTATTATTTGGGGCCATCTCCATTATGGTCACCTCAACAAAGCAATCTGGGTGGATCTGAACAGGCTGTTAAATATCTTACAACCAAATAGGCAAAACTCGTAAACATGTAGCAGTTTATGGTTGTTATCCACTTCTTGAGTATAATTTAAATGCTAACAAATTATTAATTGATATACATGATAATATTCCAGAACATTATTAACTCATTTTTAAAACCAAAAAATAAAATATCATTTTCAATGCTCAAGAGTGATTTTCATAATGAATTTATTGAAAGTTTAACCGGTCAAAAATTACCAAACCCAATTCTTATTCCTAATGGAATAAAAATAAACGAATTTTCCCAACCTATTATTGAATCAAGAAATCAATTTAGAATATGTTATTGCAGTTGTTATACAAGAGGATTAAAAAGAATATTAGAAAATATTTGGCCAATAATTCATAAACTTGAACCAAGATCAGAATTCCATGTTTATTATGGAATGGATTTAATAGAAGATCCAGAATTTAAAAAAGAAATGACATTATTATTATCTCAACCAGGTGTTATGGACCATGGAAAACAACCTATTGATATTATAAATCGTGAAAAACATATGTCAACATTTCATTTATATTATACAGATAATTTAGGAGAAATTGATTGTATTTCAATAAGAGAAAGTCTTGTTGCTGGTTGTATTCCAATTATTAGTGATGTTAATATATTTAAATATCGTGATGGTATTCATTTAAAATGGTTACCAAATGTTCCTGATTTTAATAAACAAATCGCTTATACTATTATTGAAATAATGCATAATACTAATTTACAAAATGAATTGCGGAATAATTTAATTAAATCACCGTCTATTATTTCTTGGTCTGATTGTGCAAATTAATGGACGAAATATATGTTTTAATTATTTTTAATAAATTTATTGAACAAATTTATTAAAAATATGCATAAAATTCTATTTGAATAAATCCATCTCCTCCGTCAGCTCCATCTCTTTTTGGTGAAGTAAATACATATTCACCACTGCCTCCCCCACCTGATCCTAAAATTCCTGGCGTTGCAGCTGTGGTTGCATTTTCTCCATTACCACCAGTTGCAAAAGCACTTGCTCCTCCACCTCCTCCACCAACATTTGCCGAATCTCCTGATCTTAATCCACCTGGAAATGATGATGAACTACCACCTCTTGCAGTAAATAATCCAAAAGCACTTCCACCACCTCCACTCCATACATAAAATCCAGGTGAACCATTACCACCATTACCAGCATTTATACTTGAAGTTCCTCCTGCACCACCAGGAGGCCCCGTGGGATCATATGGAGTTTGCCCAGTCCCACCAACACCACCAGAACCCGTTGTCGTACCAATGCCACCACCAGTTCCTCTAAATACTAATCCGTTAATTGTCACGGTACTATCTTGACCAGCTGTTGCTCCTGTTGCAGGAGTAAATGTACCTCCTTGACCTCCTGCTCCGACAGTATAAGTAATTTGTTGACCTGCTGCAATTGTCAATGGGAATCTTATAACCGATCCACCACCTCCACCTGCACCAAATCCTGACGTTGTTGAACCAACAGATCTATCCACACCACCTCCTCCACCACCTCCTACAACGGTAATATAAGCATAATTTGCTCCAGTAGGAACTGTTGTTGTTTGATTTGTTACAGGTGTTGTAGCCCTAAATGTACTAATAAATGCATTTTCACCTTTATCACCTTTCTCTCCTAGATCTCCTTTATCACCCTTCTCTCCTAGATCACCTTTCCTAGATCTCCTTTATCACCCTTCTCTCCTAGATCACCTTTTTCTCCTTTATCTCCTAGATCTCCTTTATCACCCTTCTCTCCCTTCTCTCCGAGATCTCCTTTTTCTCCTTTATCACCCTTCTCTCCTTTATCACCCTTTTCTCCTTTCTCTCCGAGATCTCCTTTATCTCCTTTCTCACCTTTATCTCCTAGATCTCCTTTATCACCCTTCTCTCCTAGATCTCCTTTTTCTCCTTTATCACCCTTCTCTCCTAGATCGCCTTTTTCTCCTTTATCTCCTTTATCTCCTAAATCGCCTTTTTCTCCCTTCTCTCCGAGATCACCTTTATCTCCTTTATCTCCCTTCTCTCCGAGATCACCTTTATCTCCTTTATCTCCCTGTTCAGCATCTACTCCAGCTTCTCCTTTCTCTCCTTTTATTCCAATATCTCCTTTCTCTCCTTTCTCTCCAAGATCACCTTTATCTCCTTTATCACCTTTATCTCCTTTGTCTCCTTTATCTCCTAAATCGCCTTTCTGTCCTTTCTCTCCTTTAAAACCCAAATCACCTTTGTCTCCTTTAAAAACTGCACTTCCAGATTCTCCCTTATCTCCTTTAAAAACTGAACTTCCTGACTCGCCTTTATCTCCTTTATTTCCTAAATCTCCTTTTTCTCCTTTATCACCTTTATCTCCTTTATCTCCTTTAAATACAGCACTTCCGGATTCTCCTTTTTCTCCCTTCTCTGCTATATCCCCTTTATTACCTTTCTCGCCTTTTTCTCCTTTTTCTCCTTTTTCTGCAAGATCACCTTTGTCACCTTTATCGCCTTTAAAAACAGCACTACCAGATTCTCCCTTTTCTCCCTTCTCTGCAAGATTTCCTTTATCACCCTTGTTTCCTTTATCACCTTTAAAAACAGCACTACCAGATTCTCCTTTATCTCCCTTATCACCTTTAAATACAGCACTTCCAGATTCTCCTTTTTCTCCCTTTTCTGCAAGATCTCCTTTTTCTCCTTTATCACCTTTGTCACCTTTATCACCTTTAAAAACAGCACTACCAGATTCTCCTTTTTCTCCTTTCTCTGCTATATCTCCCTTATCACCTTTAAACACAGCACTACCGGATTCTCCTTTTTCTCCCTTATCTCCCTTCTCTGCTAGATCTCCTTTATCACCTTTAAATACCGCACTTCCTGATTCTCCTTTATCTCCTTTATTTCCTTTTACTCCGAGATCTCCTTTATCACCTTTGTCTCCCTTCTCTCCGAGATTTCCCTTATCACCCTTGTCTCCGGGATCTCCCTTATCACCTTTAAATACAGCACTACCTGATTCTCCTTTTAATCCCTCATTTCCTTTATCTCCTTTATCTCCTTTTTCTGTTGTTAATTGTGAAATAAATATCCACGTACCTTCATCTTGAAATATTTTTTCATCACTCAACATTAAATTATTTTGATTAACGTTTTTAGCCATGAAATTTATTTTCTTATCAGTTATTTTGAAATATAAATCAGAGTTCAGTAAATTTATATAGTAATCTCCTGGAGAACCTAAATCATCAGGAGGAGGACCTTGCCCTGTTAAAAATATTGATCCAGTAGTACCTTTATCACCCTTATCTCCGAGATCACCTTTATCACTTTTATCTCCCTTCTCTCCGAGATCACCCTTCTCCCCGAGATTACCTTTATCACCTTTATCACCTTTAAGACCTAAATCACCTTTTTCCCCAAAATTCCCTTTATCCCCTTTTTCTCCTTTAAAAGCAGTGGAACCTGGTTCACCCTTGTCACCTTTTATACCTAAATCACCTTTTGTACCTAAATCACCTTTTGTACCCTTCTCACCGAGACCTCCTTTTTCACCTTTTGGTCCGGTTAAATTTGTTTGTAAAACCCAAATCCCACTTGTTTTTATGTATAAGTTACCATTATTATTATCTATATATATATCACCATTTACACCTAAAAATGAACTAGGAGTTCCAACACCCGTAAATATACGTGAACCATTATCTCCTTTATCTCCCAAATCTCCTTTATTTCCCTTATCTCCTTTTAATCCTTCATCTCCCAAATCACCTTTATCTCCTTTTAATCCTTCATCTCCCAAATCACCTTTATCTCCTTTTAATCCTTCATCTCCCAAATCTCCTTTATCTCCCTTATCTCCTTTTAATCCTATCTCTCCAAGATTTCCTTTTTCACCCTTATCGCCTTTTTCACCTTTCTCAGCATCAATCCCTGCTTCACCTTTCTCTCCGAGATCTCCTTTAGTACCTTTCTCTCCGAGATCTCCTTTAGTACCTTTCTCACCTAAATCTCCTTTATCACCCTTAAAAACAGCAGAACCTGATTCTCCTTTAATACCTTCCTGACCTTTATCTCCTTTATCTCCTTTATCGCCCTTATCTGCTAAATTTCCCTTATCTCCTTTGTCGCCTTTGAATACTGCTGATCCTGGTTCTCCTTTGATTCCTTGCTCTCCTTTATCACCTTTATCTGCTAAATCTCCCTTATCTCCTTTGTCGCCTTTGAATACTGCTGATCCTGGTTCTCCTTTGATTCCTTGCTCTCCTTTATCACCTTTATCTGCTAAATCTCCCTTATCTCCTTTGTCGGCAATATCACCCTTATCTCCTTTTTCTCCTTTAAAAACTGCTGATCCAGGTTCTCCCTTAATCCCTTTATCCCCTTTATCACCTAAACTTCCTTTATCACCTTTGTCACCTAAATCTCCTTTATCACCTGAATCTCCTTTATTACCTTTATCCCCTTTATTACCTATACTTCCTTTATCCCCTTTATTACCTAAATCTCCTTTATCACCTGAATCTCCTTTATCACCTGAATCTCCTTTATTACCTTTATCCCCTTTATTACCTATACTTCCTTTATCCCCTTTATTACCTAAATCTCCTTTATCACCTGAATCTCCTTTATTACCTTTATCACCTTTATCACCTAAATCTCCTTTATTACCTTTATCACCTAAATCTCCTTTATTACCTTTATCACCTTTATCACCTAAATCCCCTTTATCTCCCTTAAATACTGCCGACCCTGATTCTCCTTGTGGTCCTTGTTCACCTTTTTCTCCTTTATCTCCTTTTTCAGTTGCTAAAACTGATTCAAAAACCCATGTTCCTTCCTGCGCAGTCACAATATTTTCTTCAGTAAATAATTTTATTTTTTGACTTTTATTATTTTTTGATATTGTAAAAATCCCTGATTCTATTTTAAAATACAATCTGCCATTTGACAAATCAATATAATAATCGCCAGGTTCTCCTAAATCATCAGGAGGAGGTCCTATTCCTGTTAAGAAAATTGATCCTGCTTCTCCCTTCTCTCCGAGATCACCTTTATCACCTTTTTCGCCTTTAAAAGCAACTTCTCCAGATTCACCTTTTATTCCTTGAATTCCTCGATCACCTTTTTCTCCTTTTTCTCCGTTAATTCCTTGATCTCCTTTATCTCCTTTATCTCCTTTAGTTCCTTGATCTCCTTGATCACCTTTATCTCCTTTAAAAGCAACTTCTCCAGATTCACCCTTTATTCCTTGTTCACCTTTAGCTCCTTTTTGACCAATTCCTTCATGACCTTTATCGCCTTTATATCCTATACTTCCCATTTGTCCTTTGATTCCTTTATCTCCAGATATATTACTCAGTAAATTCCATGTACCAAATTGTTTAATGTATAAATTATCTGTTAATGTGTCAAGATATAAATCATTTTCATTACCTAAAAAATTAGTTGGAGACCCAGAGTTTACAATAATTCTGGATCCTGTTTCTCCTTTATCTCCTTTATTTCCTGCTGGTCCAGGAATTGAATACAAATATCTTTCAGATATTATACGATTATATAATTCGTTTAATCGTCTTTCCACATAATTTTGAATATTAGATCCACGATTCATTATATACTAATATATAATATATTATTAACCAAATTAAACCTGATTATATCATAGTTGTATTTATAAATACAAATGTTCAATGCTTTCATTATTATTTTTATCCGAATTATGTTCCAAAAATTTATTCAAACCATTTTTAATATCTTCTAAATTTATTATTTTATTATTTTCATTTTCAAAAATAATTCTTTTGGAATGTGCCATTTTTGTGTGAAATAATAATGTTTCAATATCTCTTCCAAAATATTTAAATTTATTATGATTTTTTATAAACAAATTTAAAATTTCATTTTCATCCGTGATAAACCATTTATCATTTTCCACTTTTATTTTAAAAATTTCGTACAATTCTTGTGGAGAATATTTATCAATAGTGAATTTAAATCTAAATCTACTTTTTAATCCTACATTATGAGCAAATAAACATTTTTCTATTTCTTCTCCGTAACCAGCTAATATACATACAAATTTACCTGCGTTTTCTGTAAGATTTCTGTTTAAAGTGTCTATTACTTCTTTTGAAAATACGTCAACAGATCCGTGGTTACCTAATGAATATGCTTCATCTATGACTAAAATACCACCCATTGCTTCATCTATCGCTTTTTGTGTTAAAGGCGCACTATGTCCTATATATTTACCCTTAAGATCGTTTAATTTTACTTTTTTTATAATTCCATTGGTTAAATATCCCATATTTAAATATATTTCTGCTAATATATCAATTACATAAGATTTACCAACACCTGGTGGTCCTTCCAATATTGTGTGTAACATTTCACTTGGATTTGGTTCTAAGTCCAAAAGAAAATATATTATTTGTTCTGCAAAAACTTCTTTTATATTTTTCATTCCAATGACATTATTTAATTTAATTAAGGAATTTCTTAATTTGGCTAAACGTTCTAATGGTATATTATAATAATTTTGTCGTAATTTACAATGGTAACATTCTCCTAAATCTATTAAATCTTGAATTATAAATTATTTCTCATTTCAGGATTTAATAATTTTTTAGGTATTTGTGGAACATTATTCGACAATATATCATGATCACAATTAATTCCAGGACATACGTATTCTGGGACAATTATTTCGGAATTTGTATCTTGTGGATCATCAAATATTTCATTAATACCACTTTCACCTAATATAAATAGTATATTTGGCATCATTTTTCTTTTATTTGTTAAATTAGTGCGATTTTTTTTATGCCTATTATCAGAATTCTCGCTTTTATTTTCATCGTTATTGTTTTCTTTATTGTTATCTTCATTTATATCTGTAGTGATTTCTTCGTGGCACCTTTTTCTTGTCATTTATATATATATACAGATAATGTTTTTAGTAATATAAATTTATGCCTTTATAAAGATTTTATTAATATCTTAATATAATGAACGAAGACAAAAATTATATTATTGATCCACTAACCTGCCTTTGTAAAGTAGCGTTATTACATTTTATGCCTGATAAAACTAAATTAGCCATAAGTCATTATGTTTTATATATTCAAGGATATAGTTATTATCAATGGATTGAACGTATAAAAAATGGAGACAATAGAATTGATGTATCTAACTTAAATACACCTATAATAAAAGCAATTAAATGGTATATTTTGGATGGTACAGATAAAGTTGATTTGGACAAAGAAACTTCAGATAATATAAGAATTATTACAAGTTATTCTATTAAAGGATTAATAAAATTACAAAATACTTATAATTCTGATTGTGCTATTAAAATTATTTTACAATATTTAATTAACTTGTTAACAAGTGCTATGGAAGATAATTGGAATGAATTAAATTGTGTCAAGACAGATAATTTTAATAATATTTTATCTGACAAAATTAAATATAATTTTGAACCACAAACAATTAACTCGATTTCTAAAATTCTTCAAGACGCCGATAAAATGAAATCGGCTCAGGATGATGTTAATGCATTAGTTGATTGTGCTCATAAATTATTAATTAATAGAGATAAAGATTTTGTAAAAATGATGCAAAAAATAAATACACATTTATAAAAATAAATTTTATTCTCATATAAAAATTATTTAATAATAATTTTTATCTTAGTTTTCAATGAATTCCTTTACTTGCACAGAAAATGGAGATAAAGCTTTTTTAACATCTGGTAATGTTTGTCTTGATTTTTTCACAAGAATAACAAGAGGAGCATCTGTACAAGATTATATTAAAACTTTTTGTGATTGTTGGAAAGAAGATCCAGAGACAGCCGTTCGTTTATTATTTAATTTAAGAGATATACGTTCAGGAAAGGGTGAAAAATTAATTCCTGTCGCGATTATCTGTTATCTTAAATTAAATATTGAAACAAGTGTTTATGAGAGTATTTTAAATGAATATATTAAATATGGATGTTGGAAAGATTTATTAAAAATTATAGAAATTGATTCACATATTAGTTCTGAATATAAAATATCTAAATCAACTGGAATAGAAGTAAAATTGTTTTCGGAACAGTTGAAAAAAGATGATTACCTTATTAATAATATGTCAACTGATAAAAAAATAGCAATATCATTATGTGCTAAATGGGCACCTTCTGAATATTCGCATTACAATAAAAAAACATTATCAGTTGCAAATGATATTATGAATTATTTAGGAATGAAACCCAAGGAATATCGTAAAATGTTAACTAATCTTAGAAAACATTTAGTAATTCTTGAAAATTTAATGTCAACTCAGCAATATGATAAAATTGATTTTTCTAGACTACCAAGTGTTGCTATGAAAAATATGAAAAATGCTTTTGCTCGAGATTCAAATTCAAACGGAGAAATATCTGATGCTCGTTCTCAATTAAAAAATAGATATCAAGAATATTTATCGCAATTACAGAAAGGTGAAACAAAAGTTAATGTAAAAGGAATTCATCCACATGAATTGGTTCACGAATATTTAACAAGACATAAAGAAGTTGATGTTTTAATTGAAGCTCAATGGAATACTATTCGTCAAGAAGTATTATCATCTGGTGCTTTTAATAATGTTACAGCTGTTGTTGATGTATCTGGATCTATGTCAGGACAACCAATGGATGTATCAATTGCTCTGGGTATTTTAGTTGCTGAATGCACGCAAGGTCCTTATCATGGACAAGTTATAACTTTTCATGAAAAACCATCTTGGCATATATTGACTGGTTCAAATTTACGTGACCAAATCAAAAGCTTGAAAAAAGCAAAATGGGGAGGTAATACTAACATGAAATTAGTATTTGATTTGATTCTAAAAAAAGCAATAGATGCAAAACTTAAACCTGATGAAATGATTAAAACACTTTTTATTTTTACAGACATGCAATTTGATACTTGTTCAAATGATCCCTGGATGACAACATTTGAATACGCAAAAACACAATTTAATAATTACGGATATCAAATTCCTAATATAGTTTGTTGGAATCTTAGAACCAGTTCAAATAAAACATTACCAATACAACAAAATGAACAAGGATACGCTATGCTCTCAGGTTTTTCTCCTGAACTTTTAAAATGTATAATGAATGCGGAAAATTATAATCCGTATTCTATTATGATGAAAGTACTTGATCCATATAATATTCCCGGCAATCTTAAAAATTGTTTAACAAAAAATATAAATCAAGAAGATGAAAAGTTTTATGAAAATTTTTCTAACTCTTTGACGAAAAGTTTATTTGTTAAGGGATACAAAAAAAAATAAATTTGTGCATCAAAAAATATTTATTATTTATAAATAATTTTTGATTTTTTCTTCAAAAAAATTATCAAGATCTTCAAATGATATTTCTAATCCACTTTCATTCCATTTCTTCAAAATTTTATATTGTTCTTTTATATTTTTATATTTGACGTTTACATTTTCTTTGTAAAAGAATTCAATAATCATAGATTTATATTCTCGTTTTTTTTGTTCTTGAATAGTATGTATCAATTTATTTTTTTCTAATCTATATTTTTTCAATAAATAATCTAATAAATATTCATCTGTAACAATAAACTTGGTATATCTTGGTTTAACATAATGTTTCCCTCCAATTGTTTTTAAATTACTTGAAATTTCTGTATCACAATTTTGATCAACTTCAGAATTATTATAATCACTTATAATTTCACATTCATGAATATTTTCATTATTTGGATAATAATTTATATTATTGCAATCATGTTCTTGCATCTTTATACAACTATATTATATATTAATCAATAAACATATTTATTAATATATAATAACTTAATATTCCACATTATCATCATAATATTTAATTCCAATTAAAACACCATATTTGTTAACAAAATCTTGTGATTTGGTTATATTAATTTTTGTTTTTGTATCATAATCTAAAATCTTTTTCAAGTTAATATATTCATGATAAATATAAATTTCTCTCAATTTACCACAAAAATAATAATTTTCCACATCATCATTACCAAAAACTAGTAAATTAATTTTTTCTGGATCTTGTATTAAATTTTCAAAATATTCTAGTGAATTATTTTCATTATTAATTGAGTTAAAAATATCGCTACAAATTCCAATTACTTTGTGAATGGAATTATCATTTATTTCTGGAATGGTCAATGTTTTTGATAAAAATTTTTTAAACATAGAACAAAATATATCATGTTCAATTATTGTATTTTTAATTTCTGCCGGTCCAGCTATAATAATATTTTTGTATTTAAACTTTCCATTAGAAGTATAATATTGAATCATGTATTCAATTATTTTTTTTATATAAATATGTATCTTTTCATTTCTTATTCTTTCAAATCTTACAGCAGATTGACCTCCCGTTTTGTGTTGATTTGGTAAAGCTTCGTTTATGGATTTCAAAAGTTTTGTATTATTATTGTTGTGTAAATAAAATAATGTCCTTTTACCTGACACTAATACTATGGCGTAATCATCATATGTATCATACATATTTATTAAATCATCCAAATAAAATCTTTTATCACATTTGTTCTAGGGTATTATTTACAGCAAAGCTGTAAATATTACGCCTAGAAACATTTTGTGTATGTATATTCATTTTTGCAAAGCAAAAATGAGTATAACATATTCCAAAATGTAAAAAAATTTTTTAATTGGATGTGGTGGATATAATAATATACAATCAGTGCTAAAGACAATACGGAATTTCCAGAGACTTGGCTAAATGAAAATTACCTGAACATAAAACTAATCCATTTTCTGGTAAATCTTTTAATATTTTTAATTGATAATTTATGCTTGTTAAAGAATCATTTACTGATTTTTTTAATTTTTTATTTTTAATATTACTTGCTGTTTTTATTTCTTGAGTAATATGATCACGTGCTAGTCATAAATTACTATTAGCTGGTAAGTATAAAGTTATAAGATTTGTTGAATTAATTTGGCTTTCTGCAGATTCCAATAATTTAACAATATCCAAATCATTCATAGTTTGATTTAAGTTTTTGTTCATGTATATATATTTATGACAGATAATATATTTTTATAAGATTATATTTTTTCAATATTTTATTTAAAATAATATATAGTAACCCTCAATATTTACTATTACAAATATCAAATTATAGTTATTAAAAATAAATGATTAATTATGGAATATAATTTAATAAATTATAGATTTTATTCACCTATAAAAAAAATTAATTCACAATATATATTATAATATTGAAATGGCAAATAATTTGGCACAATTAATTTTTGATCAATTCCTCGAAATTGTCGAAAAATTCGCTGAAAGATCTTGTTTTGATTTTGATGAATGTGATTTTAGATATAGAGTTCGCGAACAAGTTAATCACAGACTTATTGATGTATTATATGAAGTAAAAGATAAATGTGGTCGTCCTCGTGATGTTTATGCTACCATTGATTTTACTAGTATTTGTTTAGAAGATCTTGTTACTTGTAAATGGGTTGAATATCTTGAAAAAATTGCTAAAGAATTTGTTTGTGATATTTGTCCTAAAAAACTTGCTATCGTTAAACAAGAACCTAAAAAATGCCGACCTCAACTTCCAAAATGGGAACCCTTCCCATGCAAAACTGTAACCACAGTCATTCGTAAAAAAGTTCCCGTAAAAGTTGAACCCGAATGTCATGTTATTATTAAAGATGATTGTGAATGTGCTCCTATTTGTGAAAGAGCTCCTTGCGTACCCAAACAAGAAATTATTATTCAATATGAACCTGAATCTTCTTGTAGGTGCGGAAGTAATTTAGTTCTTGTTGAACCTAAACATGAAAAACATTCATTCAAAAATTATAAAGGTCATCCTGATTATAATCATCATGAATGGAATGGTAATGCTGGTCATAAAAAAGCTGGATGTGCTTGCAATCATTAAATTTTAAAATATAATTTACTTATTATTTTAAAATTTTTAACCATTCGTTATTAAAAATTCTTGTGGTATAATATACGTAATGTTAAATTTTAAAAAGTTTTGTTGTGAAAAAATAGATGATTGTTGTTGTCAACCATGCATGAATGATTGTTTAGCTCGTGAAATTGAATGTTTATGGAAACAAGAATTTTGCGATAGTACACTATTAAAACCGTCAGGAATACCTTCATGTTCTGGAGGTGTTATGGTTTTGACACACTCTTTAGGTAAATGTATGCCTAAAATTAAACTTAATGGTTTAACATCTAAATCAATATTAGCCAATAATGCATTTTATTCAGCTGAAGTATCATGTTGTAAATGGTTGAACTTATATCAAATACAATTACCCGATATTCCAGGAGATAATGGTTGTAAATCTAGTGGAGAAATTTATACTGAAGCTCTTGTTAAATTTGGAATTTCTGTTGATGGTGATAGTTATAATTGGAAAGGCGCTTGTCCAAATACACTTTCTATAAATTCAAAAGCCATAAATATGCACCCTATTGAATTTTCCAAAAAACAAATTGCAGCAGTAAAAGCTGTCATTGATTATTTTTCTTGTGAATGTTAATAATTATAAATTTTATAATTAATATATATAATTATGACTAAATATGAATTTTTTAATGTAACACAAGCTATTAGTCAAATTGATCAACCAAAAGATCATGGTTATGTTATTTTTACTCAATTTCCAGAATTTACAGAAATACAATTTTATTTAAAAAATCTTCCCCCAGGTTTACATGGCTGTCATATACATAAATCAGGTGATAGAAGAAAAGGATGTTCAAGTATGGGTCCACATTTTAATCCATTTAATGGTACTCACAAAGATGTAAATGAACAAGGTAATCACTTGGGAGATCTTGGAAATATTTTTGTGGATATGAATGGTCAATGTAATGATAAATTATATGTAGGTTACTTACCTTTAACTGGACCTCATCAAATAATTGGAAGAGGATTAATTATTCATGAACGTCAGGATGATTTAGGTAGAACAAATCACCCTGATTCTAAAACAATGGGTAATAGTGGTGATAGAATTGCTTGTGGTATTATTGCATATCTTAATTAAATTATTAAGAATAATTTAATTAGGATAAAAAAGATCCTTGAGATTATTTACAAATTTCATAATTCTTAATCTATGACCCAATTTATCAATTTGTAAATCATTTTTTAAATAATTATGATTTAATTCATCAAGAACAAAACCGTTTATTTTGTGCGTTTTAAATAATTTTATATATTCATTTAAATTTATAAATTCAAGCCAATCTTGAACTTGACGATTTGTCCAAGATTTTATTGGCACATTGTAAATAAACTGGTATTTATCCAAATCTAATTGATTTTTAATATTGGATCCATCAATTAAAGATGATATTTGTTCATATCTTATTTGAGATCCAAAATCAAGATCAATTCTCGGTGATTTACATAATGTATTATATTTCTTATTAGATTTTGTATTTTGTGTTTCATTATTGTTTTCTACATCAATATTATCAAGTTTATATAATGAGTATGATAAATCATAAATCTTATCCTCATCCACTAATATAACATTTTTTAAAAAACTTATTATTGAATAATCACATATTTCATTTCTAAAAACGTTATAATTTTTTTTTATTGATCCAGGTAAAGGAATTACTGTTTCAAAATTATTTATTATTTTGGATAATATATTATAATTTATTGTGTTAATAGTGCATGTTTCTTTATTAATTATACCTGCTTGTAATATATGATCAATATCACTTAATATCAATCCTAAATATGGAATGTATTTAGATTTAGTTTTAATGTGAGATCTGTAATAATTATATCCATTATAATGAGTTATTATTTTTTCATAATTTAAAAAATTTATTGTTCTACTTTTATTAGGTTTCCAAATAAATTTTATTCTTTGAATAGCATGATTATTTAATCCCGCTATTATTGCGAAAAAGGCTTGGAAATTATTAGTCTCGTATAATTTATCGGCAATGTCTAGAAATTTATTAACTACTTTAACAATTTTTGAGTGATTATTTTCTTGTTTAAGTAATATTTCAACAACAACAAGTTGTGATAATTTAGTGAATAAATCAATAATCTCTTCTAAATATTCCGATGAATTTTCATTTTCCAATATTTTATTTATAAGATCATGTGCATTTATTTTTCTATATAATTCTATAAAATGTTTATTAATAGAATTTACAAAATCATTTGTCTCAATTTCCATTATTGAGAAATATTTTTTACGTAAATCGATAGATGATTTTGTTAATATTTGTCCAGAACTATTTTTCATCATTTCGCCAATGGAAATCTGTGAAAATGTTTTGTTCCTATTTTCAATATAATGATGCTTTGTCAAATTTAATTTTAAAAAGTTTATATATCCTTTGTTCTCATGAGTTTCTAATATTTTAATTATTTTAAAATGATTATTTGTGTCCAAGTTTAAATAATTAGAAATTAATCCACATTTTAAGAAATTAACTGCATTATTTTTTACTATTAATAATTTATCTCTTCTATCTGTTGAAATATTTGAATCTTTTACCTCTTCTATAATGGAAATATAAGTATCAATCCAAATATTAATTATTTCCGGTTCTTTTATTATTGTTGGACTTAATTTGAAAAATATTAATTGACTTCGATTATCCCCAATTTTTATTAACGCCTCTATAAATTCATATATATTTTGATTTATTTTCTCGTTATCCATCTTACCATCTAAATTTTATTAATAGATTTTATATCAAATGAACTGCTAAGCACCTTCAAGTTTCAATTTTTATAAATATAAAAAATATCTTCAAAAAAATTGAAAAATAATATTTTAATATGGTATTTATGGGCATTATCCATTAATAATGGATACTGATCATAATAATTACCCTAAAAATATTGAAAAAGAATTAGAAAAACAAGCTTATATATTGGAAGGCGAAGAATTAATATTTCCAAAAGCAACAATTGATCCTCGACTATCGCATCTTCAAAAATCTGTCACGGAATTTATTACTTCTGTAATTTTAAAACACGAAAAAGAACTTTATGATCTTATTTCACAGTATGATAAACAAAATACAAACGAATTTTTATGCACAACTAATTCAAAAATTATTGATGCTATTACTTTAATGACTAATAAATTTTTTAATGATCTTTATCGTAAAATACAAGACGAAATACAAACACCACTTTCTAAATTAATATTGGAAATGTGTAAATTTGCTGATTATGGTCCACATATTTTACTTGATAAATTAATTAGACTTGTAATAAGTATTCATCTTGATATTAATAGGGAACAACTAGCACTGGATGATGATTATAACTTATATGAAAAAAGTTTACTTAATCAAATAAATATATGTATTCTTTCTTATAATCTTTTACATATGTTATCAATTGGTCCAGATGAAAATATTCCTTTCAATAAAATACCAGAAGGACAAAATGCTTTTAATATTGTCATAGATAAAAATATTTCTATTTAATTTTATTATACTCATAATAAAATTAAATTTACATAGCATTTGGTCTCGTTCTTTGAAATCTTGATTTTGGAGGTTTAACACAAATATTTTCATTTTTTTTTAACTTGTTAGCAATAAAATTATTTGATTGTACTTTAGCAGATTGGCCATATTTATTATATTTTGAAGAGTCTCCAACATTTGAAACATTAGCAGGAGTTGGTTGAATTGACACGGGTTGTTTGATTATACCATCATTTTTAATATTACGTATTTGATTATCTAAATTATTAATTCTGTTTATTAAATTGGATGGAGCCGCATAATTTTCTGTTTCAGTATTAATATCTGAATCTAAATTTTTTGATAGTTCGGATGTCCCACCTAAAAATTGTGGATCAATACGTTTTTGTTGTACATTTGTTACTGTAGGATTTGTAGTGGAATTTATTGTGGGACTTATTACAGGATTAGTTGGAAGATTGTGTGTATTATTAAAATTTTGATGAGAATATTGTTGTTGAGTATTGGGTTGAGAATATTGTTGTTGAGGATAAACTTGATAATATTGTTGTTGAGGATATTGTTGTTGAGGATATTGTTGAGCATATTGTTGATTAAATTGTTGTGGATATTGTTGTAAATATTTTGGATCAATTTGCGTATTTTGATACAATCTTGGATCTGCTGTTTGTTGATACATTTGTTGATATACTGGATCAGATTGTAAAGATTGTTGGTTATTGTATTTTTGTAATATAGCTAAATTATTTAAATATTCTTGAGTTGTATATGGATCATATGGATATCTTGAAGCATATCCACTATCTGAATTATAATTTTTATAATTATTAATAATTTGTTGACGTGTTAATTCATCTTTATCTATATTTTCATCTTCATAAGCTGGTATATTATTTTGAATATTTTCAATAATATTATTGGATGTATTTGTTCCTGGTTCAAAACCACATAAATTTGGTGCTAATAAATGAATGGGTATATTTTTTGGTTGTGATATTTTTTCTGGTATTTTTGGTGTATTAATTGGCGTAGTTGATTGAGAAGCGATATATTGTGCATAATCAGGATGTATTTTTACGTTGGACTGTGAGGATTGTATATTTTGACCACAATTTTGAGCATTCATTCTTGGATTTTCAACCGTTTCATATGAAGGAACAGGTACAGCAGTTCTTGTTGTATATTTACAATCAGTAACACCTGAAACTGTATTTGTATCAGGATTATACTTTGGCATTGGAATTTTGGCAATACATTTGGTTGAATCTATTTTTGGCCTATATGTATTTATCATATATCTCATTTTTTGTATTTGATTACAAGTAAATGTTGAAACATATTTATCATGAGTAAAATCCATAAAATTCATAAATAAGGGATTATATTGTGCATCAGTGTGTAAACTTTTACAGTGAGATTTATCTAATGGATCTGAAATATAATATATATCATTAATATTTGTATTAGGTTCTATACTTTCTGATTCTGCATTAATATTTGGAGATATATATGCTTCTGAACCTCCACCAACATGTAATAATCCTAAATAATGTCCTATTTCATGTGTGAAAGTTTTATATGATGAATAATTTGTTTCTCCATAATCTTCTGGGAAAAAACACCTGCGATTAATTATTATTCCATGAAAATTATCAATGATTTCCCATGGAAAATTTGAATATCCGAGAACCGATGTATCAGTCATATCAATAATCCAAATATTAATAAAATGTTCTGGATTAATAGCATCTGCTCTATTTTGATGAATATATTGTTTTATAACTTGAGCTTGTATTTCTATGTCTTTTGTATCATCATATTGCGCTAAACCTAGTCTATTTTTTACAGGATAATAATATACTTCTCCAAGTTCAAATGTTATATTGGAAGGTTTTGAAGGTAGAAGATTCAAATAACTTTGACCTAGATATATATTTTGTTTTCCCATATTCGATCCAAAAACTTGATTAACAATAGTTTTGTATTTAAAATTATTTCCGGCATTTTTGTTTGATGTATAATTATTAAAATCATCATTGAGTGACATGATAATATCATGTGCTCTTAATCTTACTCTATCACGATTATAAGTTCCTAATGGTGATAAAAAATGAATAAGTATTTTAATATTAATTGGATCATCTAAATTAATAGCACAAATTTGTTGACCAGCCTTTTGAATAATATCATCATGTTTTTTTATATTTGCGGCATAATAATGTGAATATATATGATGAGCACATTTTCTTAAATTTGTTCCTGCATCACAAGATTTATTATTAGTAATAATACGATTATTTGTCTGTTTGGACATATCTTTATACTTGATGGTGGGAAAATAAATTATAATTACTAACTAAATATTAATATTATCAAGTTTTATTTAAGATTAACAAGTATTATGTTCCAAGGTATTATTTCAATACCTATTACATTTAAATATTTGTTGGTAAATCTTAAAATATTGGATAATAGGTAATATCTAATAATGCTTCAGATTTCCTTGGTGCTTTTATAATATTCATTGGTAAATTTTTTTTATTTAAATTTGGACCATAATATTCAGAATTTGTAATAAAATCAAAATAAGTAATTTCACCTGTAATAGTGTTAAAACAAATATTTCTTGATTGATTATCAGGTCCTAAAAGATTCCTTCCCACAAAATTAAATTTATAATTTCCTCCACCATATTTGCTAAGGCATTGTACTATATCGAAAATCATAACTTCTGATAATCCAAAAATGCCACCAATTAAATAATAATCAATATTAATAATATCACGTGTTTGACAAATATTTCTTATATTTTTTAACATGATGCCAATATTTTCATAAACAGGATCAAAATTTACTGGAACTCCATCTTCTATTGCGGATTCGAATGAATAACCAGGTAAACCATCAATATGAGCTAGTGCCGCTACTTTATATTTTGGACTATACATAATCAATCCAATGCATGCATTTAAAGCATATGTAGCTAAAATAGGGAAAATATCCTTATGGTGTCCAAAAACTACAGCATGTTGATCGCAAACAATTATATTTCCATAATCATCATAGTCAGTATCTTTACAAATATTTAATTTTGGGATGTATTTTTTTATTTTGTAAAGGAAATTTTTATATTTAGGTTCAGCATATTTTTCCAAATATAAAGTTTTTAAATAATCATGACAATTATCATGGTATTTTTCACTGTATGTAGACATTTAATATTAATACTTGATATTTTTTACTAATACCGATAATATCTATATTATCATATAAATATAATGGTAGAATCCCCAAGAATTAAAATAACTTTTGAAAAAATAAAATTCACAAAAGGAAATATTATATGTAAAATATCAGGGTCATCTTATAAAAAAATGAATGTCAATTTAGAAAATTATGTCATTAGAAAATGGTGGTTCGCAGGTAAATATATTTATGTGCATATTATTAAAGAAAATAATCCAGAATATGTTATAAGAACACATATGATGATGTATGGTAAAATACTTTTGAATAATGAAAATGTGAATCCAAATCTAAAACCATTTATGGTTATGGAATTAAGTCATGAAAATATTTGTAATCAAGAATCAAAAACCATATTAAAATGGTATTTATCACAAATAAAATTATTGGATCCTAATTGTGATAAAGTCGTTATTAAAACTAATTATTCAGAATGTTCTTCAAGAAAAGCAATATTGGATAGTATTGAACTTATGAAATATGATTTATCTAATAATAATTTTAATGAAAATTTATATGCATTACATTTAAAAAAAGGTATAAATATTTATGGTAATGAAATTTTAACTGATTTTTTATTGAATCAAGAATATTTTCCTGGTGTAGGAAATATATTACAACAAGAAGCATTGTATAGATGTAAATTACTTCCAACAAATTTAGTAAGTAATACATCAAAACAAGAATTTAATTGTTTAGTTTCTTCTTTAAAAAATATTATCGAGTTGTTACATGAATCATATCTTAGAAAAAATGAAGGATTACCACATATACCCATATTTCAAATATATCACAAGTCTATATGTCCATTAGGACACAAAACAATAACTAAATATATTGGACATCGTAATAGAAAAACAACTTGGTGTCCAGTTTGCCAGAAGTAATTGTACAAATTTTTATCAATATATAATATATATTATGTCAAATCAAAATAATAATACTGGAAACAGTTTTTTAAATAATATAAGACAATGGGTATCAAAATTAGCTGGATCTTATACAAATGCAACTAATGATGTTTTAATAGATGGCCGTCCTGTAACAAATAATAGATTTGGTAATATGGCGCAAAATAATAATAATACAAACAATACGCCTTATTATGTCTCAGGTACACCTATGACTGAAAATTCAAATGTTGCTATTCTTGGTAATAATAATTCTACTCCATATAATGGAAATTTACAACCCGTAAGAACAAGTACTTTTATGCATCAGACAGATTGTCCAGGTAAAAATTTTTGGACATTAAAAGTATCAAGTCCAAATGATTGTAAAAATCATTGTATATCTAGAGATAATTGTAAAATGTGGTCTTTTGATAATAGAAATCAACATTGTTTTTTAAAGAATGATATTATGCCTTGTAATTCAGATAATGATTATACTAGTGGAAGAATTGGGATTAGCACAAGAAATATAAATAATCCTATCCCACAAAATTTTAATAATGCTGCTGCACAAAATTATGATAATGCTGCCCCACAAAATTTTAATAATGCTGCTGCACAAAATTTTAATAATGCCGCTGCGCAAAATTATAATAATCCCATCCCACAAAATTATCCCATCCCACAAAATTATCCCATCCCACAAAATTATCCCATCCCACAAAATTATAATAATCCTATTCCACAAAATTATAATAATCCTATCCCACAAAATTATCCTATCCCACAAAATTATAATAATCCTGTAACACAAAATTATAATAATCCTATCCCACAAAATTATAATAATCCTATTCCACAAAATTATAATAATCCTATTCCACAAAATTATAATAATCCTATTCCAACGCAAATTTATCCCTCCCCATTACCAAATAATTATAATATGACTACAAGATAATTAAGTAATATATATTATCATTTAATTATTCCTTGTATATTTCTTTTAGAATACTTTGAACATAATAAGTATCAAAATTATTTTTTTCAATTATCTTATATAATTGAATTAAAACTGAACCATGACAATGAAATCCATTTATTATACATTCTTTTTTTGGAAATTCACACCAACATCCTAATATTTTATTTTTCAATTCAGGTATTTGATGAAATAATGATGAATTGATTATATATTTTATATACATATCACAAACAATTTTAACAGAACCATATTCTTTAATATTAAAAGGATTATGCCATTTACTTTGAGGCAAATCCCAACCACCCATATTTATTCTGCGACCAATATAAATATCACAATCTTGTATAATATCATTTTTATTTCTTTTTATTCTTACTAATTTAGGTTGCGTCATATTAATAATGGCAATCAAGAAATTTAATAATAATGTTTTATATCATCAATTTTATATAATGAAATTAATATATATAGTTATATTTCTTATTGTTGTAAGTATATTATTCATAATTATTTTTGGCTCTAAAAAATTCCCATTTTATTCATTTTATGCAACAAGAAAAAATCAATTTGAAAAAAAACAATGGATTAGACTTTTAGATATATTAATACTTGGACCTTTTGCTTTATGGTTGGGATATAAATTACAAACAGACAATTGTAAGTCTTGGAGTATTATTCCATATTTATTGTACATATATGCGTTTGGAACAATTGTATATAATTTTTCAAATTATTATCAAAATTTGAAAAACACAATATAATAAAAATTTGATAAAATATATTACTGGTTAATATTTGCGGAATGAGATAAAATTAAAATAATTATTATTTATAATGTCAGCTTTAATATTACTTCCATGCACTTTGTTAACACAAGGTATATATGCCGGAATAATTAGTGCTATTAGTGGTATAACCGTTAAAACATGTGGATTAATTAATTCGATTTATAGACATAAAAATCCTGATGTCAATAGAATAATTATTGAATTGGATATTGAATGTCAATTAAGAGTTATTCATTCGGTACTTAATAAAATACATGATAAAAAAAATAATAAAAATAGTTCAACACATGAAATTGTTGAATTAAATGATTTAGATAAATCTAAAATATTTGAACTTGTTAAATTAAATCCAGATAAAGATATTGATGATCCAATAGAATTATGTTTAACTTATTTACGTGAATCTGTAGAAAATATTCATTTTAATTTAGCAAATATTAATAATAAAATAGAATATCACAATACTAAATGGTTCAATTATTGGAGAACACTCAATATTAAAAATTATGTGGAACAATTAAAAATGCATACAAGATTATTAAATGAAAGATTAGATAGATTAATAAAAATTTCTTCTTTTCTTCATCAAAATAATTAAATTAAGCTGGTAGATATTTTAGCTCAAAAATATTATCGCATGTATTATTAAGAAAATGTTGCTCATTATTCAAAACGGATATATAACACCATACATATACAGATATTTAGATGAAGAATATGAAATTATTAAATCTTTTGATACAGATGTTTCTAAGATCGATATTGATAAATATTCCATAATAATTATTTTAGGAGGTTATCAAAGTGTTGTTAACATTGAAAAATACATTTATTTATCAAATGTTGTCGAATTAATTAAAAAATGTTTAGCAATTAATAAACCTATTTTTGGTATTTGTTTAGGATTTCAACTTATCGCATATGCACTTGGTTGTGAAATAAAATCATCTGGTAAATTAAATGTTGGTTATGATACTACAATTTTAGGATATAATAATATTTTTAGGTGTCATATAGACTATATTATTCCAAACGATAAAATTAAAGTTTTGGAATATTTTGATGGTATGCCATATTTATACCATCATGAAAATAAAGCTTATGGAATACAATGTCATCCAGATATAGCACCTGAATGTGTTAGAAAATATAGTAATCATACTGAATCTCATGATTATGCTCTCAAAAATAAAGATTCCATTAATAAAAATAATGCCGCTATTATTAAATATATTCTAAATTTATTGAGGAACCATAATCATTAATGATTATATAAATATATAATTATTAATTATAACATTATGGTAACACCTTCGCAAAATTTTTTGAATGATAAAATTTTAAATATTGATATATTAATAAATTTAAATGAACTTAATAATAGTGAACTTGATAAATTTATTTCAGATAAATTAAATGTAATGACGGCTTTATATTTTTATTGTAAGCTAGACATGTTTGATAACTTAAGTTATATTCTTAATATAATTGCAAACCACACGCAATTATATCAGTATGTAAAAAATAGTAAAGAAATTAATGAATTTTTATGTTTAGCATGTGATAATAATTATTATAATATAGTAAAAATATTATTAGAATTTGGTGCAGATTGTAATTATTTGGATGGAAAATCTTTATTGATTGCTATTCAGAATAATAATATAAATATTGTTGAATTGTTATTAAAACATGGAATTGATGTGAACAATATAAATAATAAAATATTAGAAACATGTTGCATTAATAATAATTTTGAAATATTTGACTTGTTTATTAAAAATGGTATTTATTTATCAAATTCTTACCAAGATTTATTAAATTTATGTTTAAAATATAAATCTGCCGACTGTGGAAAATTATTAATTAAATATGGAAATGATAATATCGATTTTCATACATCTAATAATTCTAAAGTATTTGATGAAGAAGATTTTTTATATTTTTCTGATAATTGAGTTAATACATATATGTTTTATGAGGCAAATTAATATATGATCTTAAATATGGTCCTGGTATTGAATGTGTAGTTGGATATACAATATGATTATTTCTGGGATAGATCGTATGTTTTCTTTCCCAACCATTCATTGGATTATTATTTATTTCTCGTGTTGGAAACATAAAAGGACCCTTGGTTGGACTTAAAGTTTGAAATTGAGGTTTACCATTATAATATACCATTACTTGATGATTGGCTGATGGTGCTTGTGTAAAAGTATTAGGATATGGATGTAAATTATTTGGTTTCCATATTTGTTCTTCATATTTTAAAGGTTTTTTAACTTCGTCATCTAATTGATAAAGATAACTCATCTATAATCATATTAGATAAAATATTAAAAATTGAAAATTTAATGTATTATTATTATTAGTCGTGTTGTTATAATTATGTCAAAATATATTTGAAACATGTCTACCAATTTTGAAACCAGAATTAAAGATGTTGTTTGGAAAACTTATTTAATGTTAACTATAAGTATCATTTGTTTTTTATTTTCATCTTTAATTGAGTGGAATGAAAGTATTATAACGTTATCATTTTATAGTAATATTATTTTGGTATTTCTAATAGTTATTTATAAGAATGTAGTTTATCTTATATCTTTAAGTTTTTGTTTAGGAATAACAATTAGCCCTGTTATTTCTGTGATAACTATTATTAATCCAAATATAATATTTTTGGCTCTTGTAACAACTGCACTAATTTTTATTGGATTAAGTATAATAGGTATTTATTTTAATACAACCTATGACAATATTTATTTAGTGTCAGGCATAATGTATTCCTGTCTATCAACCATAATTTGGTTATCTATTTTAAATTATTTTTTTAGACTTCCATTCGTGGAAATTATTATTTTATATTCATCACTTGTTATATTTTCTATTTATACAATTATGGATACTAATAATTTGTTAAAAACATCAAATGGTAATACAGTCATTCATGCAATGAATTTATTTTTAAATTTCGCTAACTTATTTTTAGATATTTTAACATTAATAATTAAATTAAAAACCAAAAATAAGAATGATTAATAATATATTATTGAATATATTATTAATAATATCCTAGTGATTCATTATAATTATCATAATTATTTGTAGATATTTTATTATTCTCATTGTGTTTAATGTTAGTTGGTATATATTTATAAATATTTATGAATCTTGATTGCATTTCAATTACTATTTTTTCAAATAACGTAACCAAATCACAATCATCATATTTTGATACATCTATGTCCATTAATTTAAAAATTAATAATCAATCTTTATATTTAATTTGTGCCATAAAATATATTTTTTAATTTTAAAAGCATTAAATTTGATAATGTTGTGGTATTATTATTAATATTTTTTGTTATTTTTCTTAATTTACGTCGATTACTAGATGAATTAAAATATTTACTTATCATTAAAATTAGATTATTAATTGGCATAGCATATGGTTTAACTAACTTAATATTGGGAACGAATTGTATAACATTATTTGGATTTATAACTTTTTCCAAATTATTTTTTATTAATGAACCTAGTTTATCAAATCCATCTATATTTTTTAAAGAATATGTTGGTACAACTAAATTATAATTTTTTATAAATAAATTATTTGTTCCAGCATCAATTTTTTCTAACATAATTGGATAATAATTTATTTTTGCATTAATTTCATTAATGGTAAATTTTTCTATAAATATTGACGTGTTGTTTACTGTTTTAATAGTCACATTAGAAAAAAATGCCAATAATTTTATTAATGTTTCCTCACGTATGTTTAGACTAAATGGATTAATATTGATATCAATTTTTATTGTATCACTATATTTTGAAGCATTTAACATAATAGCATAAGTACCATTAAATTTTAAAAAGTATTTCCAACATGGATCTCTACTATTTACATCAACAATAGCTATTTTTTCCGAGCTAAATTTATAATTTTGTGTAATATTTTCATTTGAATTATTTTCAGTATATATTCCTTTAATATTCTTTAATATTAAACACATAAAAGGTGAACTTATATTTTTTGTGTTATAATTTGATAATTTATGATATAAATAAACATGACTTGATTCTATTGTTAATTCTTTTTTTGTTTGATTATTTTTATCATGTCCAGTATATTCATATAATAATAATGTATCCAAATTTATTAATGAATCTGATAAAATTTTAATTATTGGTGTTTCTATATTACTTTTATTATTGTTTTCCATAATAACTTTTGTGATTTCATTTGTTTCATTTTCTAAACAGTTTATATTTTTGGAAATCATAGTATTTTCCAATGCATTTTGTAATTTATCTAAAATATCTTCTGACAAGTTTTGAGACGTATGTAAATTATTATTTTCTGGAATCAAACATCCCAATAAATTTGCTATAATATCAACCATATTAACATCTAAAAATACTTTTATACTTTTTATTTCTAAATTTTCTGATGATATTTTTGTGGCATCAAGTTTACTAACTAAATAATTATCAATCAATAAATCAATAGATACATCTTGTGCATATTTATTTGTTAATGAAATATTGGTTGTATTTATAATAAATACATAATTAATTTCCATATAATTGTGATATATTTTTGAATTATGGAATGATATTTTATTTTCTGATTTATTTTCTATTTCATTTTTTGATGCATTATTTGTAAATAAATCAATTATCGTTGTAATATATTTTGTTAAAGGTACCATACCATTACATTCTAAATCAAATACATTAATATTAACACCAGATAATATATTTATCGTAATCATTTTTGATTTGGAAGTAAATTCTTGTGATTTTGCAAAAATATTTATTATTTTATATATATCCTTATCTATTATAATTTTTTCACACTCACAAACAATATATTGATGCGAATAATTAATATTCTGAATAATAATCAATTTGTCAAAGAAAATATTTTTTATTTGTATTTTCCAAACATCATCATTATATAAAAATAATAATTTTAAATTTGTCAAATGATATTTTTTAGATGATGTTTTTGTTTCGTTAAAAATTAATTTGTTTTTAACATTTTTTAAAATATCTTTTGTTTCTGTCATCCATGTTTTTAATAATTTTAAATTACTTATCTTACACTTAATTTGTGTATTGAATATACACTCGTTTTCATATATTATTATTAAATTCTCACTATTTATTTGGTCCTTATTAAAATTTATCAATAATATATCATTAATCGAAATATATGATAAATCTTTTACAAATACTTCAAATTGTCGTCCAATATTTATTTCTGTAATATTATTTTTTAAGGTTAATTTATCAAATACTAGTTCGGAAATATTTAATATTATTTTAAAATTAATAGAGTTTGTTTTATTTGAATCTGGTATAATTTTAATAATAGGTAAATATTCAATAATATTTGATGAAATTATTATTTTTGATGTTGATAAATTAAATTCATCTTGTTCTTTATTAATTTGTATATTTTCAATTTGCGATAATATTTTTTCTTCGTCGAAAGATAAAATTGTTAAATTATTTATTTTAAGACAATTATTATGATATCTGCAATCTTTTAAATAAACTACAAAATGATTAAGTAATACAAATTTAATACAAGATATTTCCACGGTTATTCCCGAAAGATATTTTTTTAATATATCATCTATACCACAATAAACATCTGTTATTTCACTATTTTTTTCAATATCATTTTCTAAGTACGAATTATGTGATTCAAATAAACTTTTTGTCATATTTGAACTAAAATCTAGCAGACAAGTTTCAATTTGTATGTCATTTACTTTAATTTTTGTTGCATCATATAATATAGACTTCCATGGAAACTCGATAGACAAACCTTTTATAATACCATTATTAATTTTTAAATTATTTGAAAAAAAATTATACTCTATTTCTTTAAAATAAAGAGGATGTAAATGAAATATGTTAAAATCATCAACACATTCATGATAATTTATAATTTCATCTGATTCAGTTTTTAATATCTTTTTGCCATATATATTGAAAAGCATTGTGATTAAATTCATTGCCATAATATTTGTTTTATCCAATCCCATACGGATTGGTATTAAACATATATTTTTTAACCATTCCATTAAATATTATAATAAATATAGGTTTTATGTTAAATAGTGCATTATGTATCTCAATTTTTTATAAAAAATTGATAATTTAAATGGTTTATATAAATTAATAATTATGTTGATTATTATTTAACAATTGTCCAAAAAATGGCACAAGTTCAAAATAATAATGATAAAAATGTATTTGTCGGACCAGATTATTCGAAAATGATACAAATGAATACAAATCATGCTATTATTGAAGCTTTCATTTCTATGCTTTTCTCTAGGAATCAAAAATTTAGTGTTTTTACAATTTTAAAAATGGTAAGAAATATGGCTATTTTACTTGTTGTAAAAACTTGTCTGGAGGATCTTAAATCATTTGTGGATAAATTTAAATTCACAAATTTAAATAGTGTAAGATATGTTTATCAAAGAATTAAATTTTCAGAAGTAAAATATACGATCATACAACATCTTGATAAATGGAAACTAAATGACATAAATATTAATATGACAACTTTATCACCATTTCTTGAAAAAAAATCTATTTATGTTGGAAGACCTGATAATTATTATTTTGATTATCGCTCAAGTATTATAAAAGTTTCTGTTTCTACTGATAAAATTATTTTTCATGTACCAAAAATTGATACAGTAACACAATATGTTAGTCAAGACATTTTACAAAATAATAGAGAAATTATTATGGGAGGTAGAACATCTATGCATAAAGTTAAATGTATGCAATCAGGTGTTTTAAAATTTGAACCAATTAGTATGAACGTTACATATGGAACTCAAGCTTATTTGAAATTAGAAGAATCATTAGTAAAATATTTTTTCATTGACGAGAATATTAAATGTCAATATGTACCTTATTGTGTAAATTTTAATGGAGAACCAGGAACCGGTAAAACAACATTTGCATATTTTATCGCTCATAAAGGCATATTTGATAGAGTATTAATATATAATCTCGTACAATTGGGAAATAATAATGATAACTTTATGTCAATTATTACATCACTTGAACGTACTATTACCAATAGTTCACCAAATAAAGATAAGGTTCCGGAAAAATCCGAAAGAATACTACTTGTTCTTGATGAAATTGACAAATGGTTAGATAGTTTTGTAAATAAACAAATTGATAAATTACGTGAAGATTCTCGAAAGGTAACACAAACTTCACCTCAGCAAAATACTAATGCTGGTCAACAACAAATGGCAACAAATGTTTGTAATTTCACAAAATTAACTCCTGAAGAAGAAGAAGATAAACGCGTACAAATAAGAACAGAATTTTTAGATCAACTATACAACGTTATAGATGGTCAATGTTTACAATCAAATAGAAAATATGTTATTATTTTCAATACAAATAATTTTGATAAACTTTTTGAAAATTGTGATTCAGAAAAATATAGAGCAACACGTCATAGATTTGAACCATATAATTTCTCAAAAATTGGAAAAGATGAAATAATTAATTACCTTAAATTTCACAATCAAATGTACACAAATGGAATGAATGTTTCTAAAAATAATGATAATATTGAAACTTTACGGAAAATGTGTGTTAAGGACGAAGGTATTTATGATGAAATACCAAATAATATTAAAATTTCTTATAGAAAACTTGAGCAAATAATACGTTCAAATATTTATGATATTGAAAGTACAATTAAATGTTTAAATGATCCAAATAATTATAAAGATGATTAATAAAAATTGAAATATTTACTGCATATTTTAAAATAAATAGTAAATATTGTATTAATATCAATAATGAGTGTCATTTTTAAAGACTCAAATAAAAAAAGAACGTTATTTTCTATTCTAAATAGAAAAAAAACAAGTATTGAAAATAAATCGGTAAATACTAATAAACAAGTTCCATTATCAGTAAATAGTGGTTATGTGGTTAATTCAACTAGTCAAGTAAATTCTAATGATGATAGACGTTCATTTATAAATTCATACACAAATAATATGGTTCCTGAAACTAAATCATATAATAAAAATTCATTGGCATATATAAGCGAAACAATAAGGCAAAAAGTTACAGAAAGATGCACAATTAAAAATAAATTTTTAGATCTTGAGGATTTACAAGCCTGGGAACGTATAAATAAAAAATTTGAGGAAAAACAAAATGATTGGAATCACATGATGGATTTTATTTTAAAACATATGATTATTTTAGATGAAAAATATATTCAATATAATCATTTAGACATTAAAAATTTAATAAGAGATCAATTGGTAAATATCAGTTTTTCATATATTATATTGGATGATTCAAATACTTTTAAACAAAATATTATTGAATATATTAAATCTTTGGACACATTTATGATAGAAATGCATCAATGTAAAATTAAATTATCAAAACTTAATTTACAATTTTCAAAATATCAAAATATTAAAAAAGATAATTTCAAAAACATTGCTCAATGTGAACAAAAAATAAAATCTTCTAATATTTCCCACAATGAAACAATTATTAATAAAAAAATATAGAAACATATAAAAAATCTATTGAAGAAGCTGAACAAATGCTTAGATCATTAGATAAAAATAAAGAAACATATAATCAAACAATTCTGGACAATATTTATTTTATAAACACAAATTTAAAATTTAATTCTTTATCCAGTTATTTTATGCATGATGATTGGATACCATCTCTTGACAATAATATTTTTCCATCCGGAAAAAATATTATGTAATTTCTTAATATTATTTTAATTATTAAAATAATATTCAAGGTAAATTACTTCTATTATTATTGTAAAGCCAATATATACCATATATTAAAGCAGCTATGAGTATAATAAGTAATAATAATCTCCAAATATCTATGCCTGAACCAGTATTAGTATATCCCTCTAATAATTCACTTCCATAAACTTGCGGAGAATAATATTGTGACCTATCAAGAGGAAAATTAATGCCATTTTGAACTGTTGAAATACCAGGATAAAGATATTCATTTCCAATCGTATCTCTATTTAGTTGTCTTTTAATATCATCATCTCTGTTATAATATTCTCCAACAATTTTATCAACATTAACATCTATTTTTTCTTCTGATTGGTGAGGTAAAATTTGATTATTTCTCACAAGATTTGAAATGTTATCATTTATATTTGCATTATTATTAATAGGTATTGTGTTATTACCAGATAATTTATTTTGGAAATCTCTCATAAGATTTGAATTATTATATGCTGTATCTAAAGGTGCCATTGTATTTCTTACTGATGTACTGTCTCCAGGGATATTACACGCCATTTAGTTATAACTATATAAAGATAATATTTTCGTAAAATATTATGGATATTAATCCGACAAATTTATACTATATTTTTATAAATATTAGATAAAATTGAAATTTATTTTATCTTTATTAATTAACATAAACATTATATACATACTTATATTAATAATGTTGACAGTTAATAAACGTGTATTAAAAGATATTAATGATGGAATGAAAAATTTAAAAAAAGAATTCGGAATTTATATAGCTCCTGAGGAAAACGATTATTATAAGGTACATTTCATTTTACCTGGACCTGAAGATACGCCATTTGAGGGTGGATTATATCATGGTATGATTAGATTGAATAATGATCATCCTCTTAGAGCTCCAAATATTCATATGATAACTCCGAATGGAAGATTTGTGGTGGAAAAGTATCCTATCTCTCCTACAAGTAGAGGAATATGCACAACAGCTACATCATTTCATCCTGAATCTTGGACACCAATGAATAATATAGAATCAGTTCTTAAAGGTTTTATTTCATTAATGTGTGATCCATTTGATAATGGTGTGGGTGCTATTGATTCTACTCCACAACAAATAAAAAAATTAGCACAAGAAAGTATAAATCATTTAAAATCAGATCCGATTGTTAAAATGTTGTTCCATGAGTTATATGATCAAATAATTAATAATAAATATGTTCCTGTAAAATTATCTAAATTGGTACCTGAAAATATAACTAAAACAACGACTAAATCATCATCTTCTAAATCATGTTCTAAATCCTCATCTAAATTATCATTCTCATCCACTAAATCTTCAAACAATAAGAAAAAGAAAAATAAACAAAAAGAATCTTCTGAAGAAGATACATCAGAAGAAGAATTATTAGAAAGTTCAGAAGAAGAATCTGAAGATGAAACATCTGAAGAAGAATTATTAGAAAGTTCAGAAGAAGAATCATCTGAAGAAGATACTAAAAAAAAATCACGTAAAAAAAATACTTCAAAATCTAAACCCAAAAAAACTTTAAAAACTAATAAAAAAAATACAAAGAAAAATTCTAAAAATTAATTATTATTTAATACATTAAACAATAATTAATTAAGATGTTCAATTGATATTGATTTTTCTAAAATATTTTTATTTTCATCATATTCAAAAGATAATGTTGTCAAATATGATACCTTTTGACAATCAAGAAATATATCAGGATATGTTGTTTGAAAATCGCTTATTAAAACTTTAAGTATTTCACCATGTGTTATAATTACAAGATCTTCATTATTTTTGTTGATTAATTGTTGTATGATAAATTTTACTCTTGAAATAAATTGTTCATAATTTTCGGGATATTTGAATTCGGTTTTTTGTCCACAAAAATCTGTAGGTATCCCCTCAGGATATAATGTAATTTTATGTTTAAAATAAGGTTGATATTCTGCCAATAATGGTTCAATAATAATTTCAGAATCCGGAAAATACGCTTTGATTTCTGTGGCTGTTTCCATTGTTCTATTATATGGAGAAACATAAATATTTTTTGGATTAAAATTAATTTTTGTCAACATTTCTCCTTTAATTTTAGCCATTTCATGGCCAGTTGTTGTTAATGGTGAATCTGACCAATGATATCCAAAACATAATAACCAATAAAAAGGATGTTTATAATCTAACCTTTCAGAATGTCTAATAATTTTAATTTTTGTCATGATATATTATATATAATATATATATGCTTATATATATTATATAATTTTACATCAATTTTATTAATAAGGTAATATAATATTTTTGTTTTGATACTTTGTTTTAATTTTTTTATAAATATTTATCCACAAATCATAATATTTTTTATGTTGGTTTATAAATTTTTTTTCTTCATTTGATATCATTCGATCAGGAATTAAAATATTCCATGGTTTATAGGAACTTGAATAATGTATAACATATATATTATTAATACCATATGAATATTTTTTAACACGATTAGTTAATCCAAATTGAAAATTATAATTAAATGTTATTGATGTCCATTTATCACAATATCTTAAACTTAAATAATCTTGTTCAGGATATTTATATTTATTTATTTGATTATTATTCATGATATCATTTTGAATACTAATCCATTCTTTTTTATCCGGATGGAGTAACATTAAACCCGCATTAATACTTCCTACTAATTTATTACCATCGCATATCATTTTACTTGGTATTTTTTTACCATATGATATATGATATTTTTTCAAACAAGCAGCTGGAGGATTTAATTTAAATAGGTGATCAATATTTTTTGCAACAATCATATCAAGATCCAATAATATAATTTTTTGATATTGCACTAAGTTTAAACATGCTAATTTTGTAAAAACATCACGGAATCTTGTTTCTTGTTCCAAGAATATATTAGAATTTACTTGAACATAATCAATATCTATAATTTTTGTATACATATCTGATAAATATGATTTATATAAATCACTAACATCAGGAGTTACTAATATGATCCTGTCATATTCAGTTTTGGTTTTATATAATGTATATCCTAAAACTAATGCACCTGTTAAATATATATTATTACCGTACATCACAGTAACATATGCATATTTAGACATATTATATTTAATATATCACATAAATATTTTAGAAAAAATGATAATAATCGCAAACCAACACCATAAACTACCTTGTGCTGCGTTATTTGTTATATTTGCTATATAAAATGTTCCAATACCAAGTGCTGCAAAAACAATTCCTAAATAAGTAGGTTTCATAGCTAAGAAAGGTATCAATAAAAATAATGACCAAATTAATCCAGTTTTTGCATCAAAACCATCTAAAAATAACCATTTTAAATTACATTTTTTATTGATTGTAAAACCATTTGTTCTATTTCCAATATCTCCACATAAACTTGTACCACACCAATTCATAGATTTTTGTGATCTATTAAATAACACAAAACAAATAAAAATAATATATCCAATTAATAAATATTTTAACATTTGTTTATTTGATGTATCGGAAAATAATAATCCACCTATCATATTCATTAATGGTTCCATTGCTAACACAAGTAAAGCGAACATTGATGCATATTTATTTATTTTTCCACATGTTTGATCAGACCACATGAAATATTCTGCTAATTGTATCATTGCAATTGTTCCAGCGAATAATGCAATCCATCTATCATTTGGTTTATTTCTCCTGTATAAATATATCACTCCTACCATTGCAAGAACAAAAGTCACAAAAGATATTTCTTTACTCCAACACATAATTTATTACTATACGACATAAATAAATTACAAAAATTCTTTTGGAAAATGATCCATACTTGAACATTGACCAAATTCTCTGGGCAATATTAATTCTTGTATTTCTGCAAGAGATCTTTTCTTTATCTCCTTAGTTAATTTATCTGTGTCAGATATTTTAGAATGTGATATATGTGTTACCTTAAAATCAAAAAAATTAACGAGAACATATACATACATATTAGAATGTAAAGCACCACTATACGTAATAGCATTTGTGATATAATCTTTATCTAAAAATCTTCTCAAGAAAAAGATATCTGTAAATCTCGCGAAAAATTCAATTAATTTTTCATCAAATAAACTTTCCACTTTATTTACAATTTCTACAATCATTTTTCTTATGGTATAATTACTCAAACCATAAACATATATATATGAGGTATTATTATCCTTATTTAATATTCCTTTTGTTTCGTCAATACGATTTGCATAATTAGTAAATAATTTAATACATTCATCAATATCATCTATTGTCATCTTAAAATTTCTTATAGATTTATTAAGTAATTGATTCATAATTTTTTTAACATCATCATATTTATATCCTTCTTTTATTTTTCTTGTGAGATATTGCAGGGTATCCATTTCTAATCTATCATTATTCCTTGTCTTGATAATTTTAGCTCTTGAAGTTTTATTGGATGGACTATCTAAAATATTTACAACATCTTCCAAATGTGCTCTCATTGTTTTCATTAATCTTATGATATTTCTTAATCCACTAGAAGTAATATTATCATTTACCATAAAATTTTTTGCAATAGAAACCATATTTGATGTTCTATCATGAATATTATTTTTATAATAATCTCTAATATCTAAATAATGTAACCTTATTCTTTTTATAAAATTATTAATGAGAACAACATTTTTATTAGGATCATATTTAAAAAGTTTTTTGAACAATTTTACTACTTCCTCAATATACATTTCTTTATTATCAACTTCAGGTAAATCTGAATTATAAATACTTTCTGCTATTTCTGTCGGGAATATTTCCAGAAAAAAATCAAACATTTTTGTACCATTATTTAATTTATAAAAATTATTTGCAAAATATTTTTGAACATCTTGACTAAAAATATTTTCACATTGTGTTTGTCTATCAATTTCAATATGATAATCCATAAATAAATATAAAACTTTTGGTATCCCATGAATATTTCCTTGTAATCTTATTACATTAACTGGTCCACTTACCATTCTTGAATTTGGATCAATTATTTTATTTGTATCACTCATTATATATATATAGTATGATTTAAATTTAGTCAAGATTTAGTACATAACTATTTTTTTAATTAAGTTTTAAACATTATTTATTGAAATAATATTTAAGACATTCATTATATAAATTTAACGGCGAGAAGATCCTCTTGAGCGAGAACCTGAGCTTCCTGAGCGAGATCCTGAGCTACCTGATCTTGAACCTGAGCTTCCTGAGCGAGATCCTGAGCTACCTGAGCGAGATCCAGAACTTCCTGAACGAGAACCTGAACCAGAGCTACCTGATCTTCTTGATGAGGAAGATTTAGAACCAGATGAGCGGGAACCAGAGCTTCCTGATCTTGAACCAGAGCTACCTGAACGAGAGCCTGAGCTACCTGAACGAGAGCCTGAGCTACCAGATCTTGAATTACCTGATCTGCTTCCAGAACGACTACCAGAACGGCTACCAGATCTTGAATTACCTGAGCGACCACGGTTTTCAGCAAGACGACCATCATCAGATCTTAATACTTGACCACGACCATCATTTGAATTACTTGATCCTGAACCAGAGCGTGAGTTACCAGAACGACCTCTTGAACCGGATCTTGAGTTACCTGAACCGCTTGAACCAGAACGGCTTCTTGAACCAGAGCGGGAGTTACTTGAACCAGAACGGCTTCTTGAACCAGAACGAGAGTTACCTGATCCTGAAGAACCGCTTGAACCAGAACGGCTTCTTGAACCTGAGCGGGAGTTACCTGAACCTGAGGAACCACTTGAACCAGAACGGCTTCTTGAACCTGAGCGGGAGTTACCTGATCCAGAACCACTTGAACCTGAACGACCTCTTGAACCTGAGCTGCCAGATCTTGAGTTACCTGAACGACCTCTTGAGCTTCCTGAAGCAAAAGTACCATCAGGGTTTCTTTGACGATTTCTGGCATTTTCACTTTGAATTTCACTGAATTCTTCAGTTAAGCGTCCATCAGTTTCGGGATCAGTGACTTGACCTTGGCCTTCACCACCTTCCATATCATCTTCATTACCACGTGAACGGCTTGAACCTGATCTGCTTGATCTTGAGTTCATGCTAACACCTCTATCACGATTTTGTTTAAGGCGACCATTTTGATCACTAAGTACGCGTCCTTGACCTTCACCACCACGTTGACCACGGCATTCAGAATCAGGAGCAAATTCACCATGGAAACCACGGCATCTATTTCGAGCATTTTCTCTTTGAAGTTCACGGAATTCTTCGGTTAAACGACCATTTTGATCACTGGTAACACGACCTTGACCATTGTTTCTTCTACGTCCATCACTGAAATCACTGCGACCATCACTTGACATATTGCTGTATTATAATATTAATAGTTATTTTTTTTATAAAATATTTTCCTGTCAATTTGAAAGATTATATTGTGGAAAATAATTTATACCAAAATTTAAATAACTATATTTATGGTTTAGTTACCAGAAATATAACTATATTTAAATTAATTTTAATACTATATTTATGATAACTTATGGAAAATTATATTATATTTAATTTTAATTTAATCAAAAAATAGTAAGTTTATTTGTTTTTTAAAATATAATTTAATATATTTATCTTCTCATGAGATATTTTTAACAATTCTTCATAAAATAATTCTAGATTTAGTCCAGATATTAAATGTATTTTTGTGTTTATTAAAAGATTATGTAATTTATCATTTTCATCAAATACAAAATCTAAATCATTACACATTTTTTGATAAATATCGTATAATTTAGTAACTCTGATATGATTTTTATTATTGATAGGAATATATTGTAAATAATTATTTTCCCACATGTATCGATTAACATTATGCAATTTAGGTTTTTTCATATTTGGACTCATTAAACTTGAACAAGGACCATTTTTATATTTTGCGTATAAAAAATCTATTAATGAATTTATGTATGTCGTTACATTATATGTATTAATTAATGGAAATTTTAATATTTTATTTAGAGTAATTAATAATTTGTAAGGAATTTTTGACGTATAACCATCTAATAAAACATTCTTCGTAAATTCATGCCATTCATCAGATTCATAACATGAAATATTTATTTTATTTTCTAATGAATGATCTAATAAAAGTATCATAAAATTAATTAAATCCTCTAAACATTCTTCTGGATAATAATCTAATATTCTAAATTCAATACCTGAATTTAAATGTTTGGCATAATTAATGTCATATCCAATATTATCAACTTGTTTATAATCAGTAATATTATATATTTTATTGTACCAAGATTTATCATACAAATACGTAAACATTGTTGTTTTCAGATCATTTAATTGTTTACCTGTTTTCATAACTTTTGTATCATATGTTCCAATACTTACATATCTACTTGCTGTTAATCTTAATGATCCTGATGAATATTTATTGTTGTCCTCAAAGGAAAAAACATCAGGACTTCCATATAAGGCTATAATGAATGGTTCAATCCATTTAATTATTTTTATGGCATTTTTGTGTTTATTTAAAAAATCATCCTTATTTTCTATTAATCCATTTTCATTTAATTTAGTTGGCATTGTAATATTAATATGATAGGTACCATTATTAAACATATTGATATTATTTGGATTAGTTTTGAATTGAACTAGGCCATAATTTATTTTTGGAAAATTCCAGGATGACAAATTATTTTGTGACAAAAACTTATTTAATTTTGAAATAAATAATTTTTTATAATCCACTAATTCTTCTACACATTTTTCCACAGTTGTTTTATAAAAATTTTGAGTGATAAATTCAATAGTATCTCCATCAAAAACATATTTATTGCCAAAATCTTTAGATAAAATTTCATTTGATTCTATTAATAAATCATGAATTGTTTTACCCATAAATTTTGGATTGTTTTTTTTCCCAACAACATAAAGTGTCATATGTTCTCCATTTAAATCTGTTTTTGATAATGTGTGAGAATTAATATATTGAGGAATATTATAAATATCTTGATTGTAAAATATTTTATCTAAATAAGTACCTAATTTATTTTGATCATAACTTGTGTTATAATCAACACTGTATCGTTCTCTTTTTCTATTTTTTTTTATATATTCACCTGTTTTTTTTATATCATTATCTAAAATAAAATATGATTCATTTTCTATTCCTAATCCCCAGTATGTATCATTTGGTTGATAAAATTTTATATATTTACGGTCTTCTTCTTGAGAATTTGACATACTTGCTATTATTAGTATCTAAAATATATGAGTGTATGCTGGACAAAATTCGTCCAAAATATTTTAAAAGTGTTTTAATTTCCAGGTATGAACAAGGATTTCTTGTTGAAGTAAAAAAACTATAATTTGGTTGATTGTATTTAAAATATTTGTTAGGTATTTTATATATTTTATAATTTTTTTTATAAACCCAAAAATAACTAGAACATTTATTTTTTGTATCATTTGAAGAAATATGAAATAAATGATATGGTTTGTTTATTTGTTTTTGATAATCGTCCCATTGATCTTGGAAAATAGTTATATGGTAATTATTATTTGGTAAAGTTATTATTAAATAATTATTTTTTATAGATAAGATTATGTTATTTATTTTGGATAAATTTTTTAGTAAAGTACGATATGATATATTCATAAGTATATATTTGTTGTGAGGTATTATTTTAAAAAATATCCAAAATTAAATCGTTTACCTAATCTTAAATTTTTATTATGTATATATAAATGCCAGTTGAATTGATATCCGAGTCTAATAAATCTCCAAGAATTGTATCATTTATTGATTTAATAAAAAAATTCAATTGTGTATTGAAATGGCAAATAATAAAATACTTATTAATATGACAAAACCAGAAATAGAATATGATTGGGTTTGTATTAAAAAAAATATATCATATGATTATTATTTTGATAATTTAAAGAATAATTGGGAAAGAGCAGTTCAGGAATACATTTCTCAAACAAATAATTCATGTCAATTACACGAACTAATGAAAATATATCAAAAATATGATTCACAAACTACAAATATTGATAATATTATAGATTTTGTGCTTTCCGAAAATTTTGATTTTCTTTTTAGAGACTTGGATTTTAAATTAGACACTAATATTTTTAAAAATATTAGTAATATGTGTAATATATTATATCATAGTTGTCAAATTATAGATGTATATAAATGTATAATTGGTAAATATAAGGGTAAATATTTAGAGAAATTTAAAAATAAAAATAGAGATGAAATCACAACAATAATTAAAATGGATTATTCACAAGCGAAAAGTTTCGTTAAAAATCTTACAGAAAATAGTTTCAAGAAAGAATTTTTCGACAATTTATCAAAAAATTTACAAGATATATACAGTTTATCAATTATATCTGAATTAAACACAAATATACCTGATGATTTAGGTATGATGAAAAATTTTTTCACGAAAATAATAGAAAAGTATTATAATGTACTTCATCCAATAATTTGGGCACAAATATTATATAACATTCTTGACAATATATTTATAGAATTACCTTACACAAATGATGAAATATTTCAATTCATATCTGGAAACATTTTAAAAAATTCTGGTCCATTCATTTTAAAAATTATACAATTTATTAAGCCAATGTTAACTCCGGATCAAATATCAAAATATTCTTTAAAAAATATTACATATCCTAAATTAAATGATAAACAAATTGATTTTGTGTTGGAAAAAATAATACATGATTATGAAACTTATGACATACTTGAAAATTATTCTGCTTCTGTTGGTCATATATGTAAATTACAAAAATTATCTAATCCTAATGAAAAAGTTATAGTCAAGATTATAAAACCATTATCAGTTATTCAATCGTGTTGGGAATATAAAACACTCATAAATATTTTTCCAAAAAATACATGTGAGTATAGTTTTATTAAATCTTTATTAGAATCCAATGGAAAAGAATTTAATGTATTTAATGAAATTAATAATATTAATAAAGCACATGAAAATTATACATGTTCATATAAATCTATTTTTAATTTAGACATTGAAGCAAATTTAACAACAATAAAATATTTACCAAATATTTTAAAGGATAAGTATTGGTTTGCTTTTTGTATGTCTTTAGCTCCTGGAATTTCTTTAGATAAATTGTTGAATCAAAAGATAGTATTAAATGATACACATTATAGAGCAAATTTACATAGATGTTTGGATTTACTAGTTTATAAATTTGTTTACAATATTATTAAAAATGGTTTTTATCATGGAGATTTACATTCAGGAAATATATTTTATTGCCATGAATTATCACAATTAACATTAATTGATTTTGGCTGTGTTAATGAAATTGATTTATACTCTAATGACTCAAGTATACAAATAATATTAGATATACTAATTATGTCTATATTTTATAATTATGATGGTATTTTAGATAAATTAACAAAATATGTTAATGATAAATGTGATGAGAATAAAATTAATATCAATTCAAAATCTTATAGCGTATTTAAAGAAAAATTACGGTCATATAAAACTCAAAATATATTAAATAGAAATGAAATCCAAAAAAGATATTTAATTCATAATGATCAAATTTTTGGAAAACAACGCATTTCTGAAGAAAATTTAATGGAAAAACCCATAAAATTTAATCATATTGAAAATAAAAATGAATCAATATATAAATATTTAGATCTCGAAGATAATATAAGTGATTCACACATTTATGAAAGTAATACAATACTAAATAATTCAATATCAAAAAATAATAATTATGATATATGTTTAAGTGATATATTAGAAAAAATAACAAAGTTTTATCTAGCTAATGGTGTTAATATAGCTATAAGATTTACCGAATTTTATGAGTTCCAAAGATCTTATTTATTATTAGTTAATGTATTAAAAAGTTTTGGTTATGATGATATAAGAATGTCGTACATTATCAATAAGGCAATTATTAATTGGAAAAATATTCCAGAATTATTACATTTAACGACAACAATTCGGGTTGCTAAAATATATTTACAAGAAAAAAAATTGTATAATGATTTAATAAATAATAATATAAAATTAATTCAGAGTTGTGGAAATAACGATATATTTTTTCAGAAACATGTTAAAAAAAACATATTTATGACAAATTTTAACCTTGAAAATCACCATAAAATAAAAACATATTTGTTGGAATATGTCTAATATAAAATATAAATGGATGATCTGCTTTGAATATTTTAATATTCTCTTTTACGGGCATTGACATTGTTGCTAATCCCATAACAACAGTTGTGGCAGATGCTTTGGTACCATTTTCATCAACAATAATAACTGCTTCATGTAATATCCTTGAAATATAAACTTCTTGTGAAATAATATCAAGTTGAGCATTCTGTTTAAATATTTGACTGACTCCCATTTTTTGTAATATTGGCACAAATTCTATTCTCTTTTTTTGAGTAAATTTAGGTATTTCTAAATCTACTTTTTCTAATTGGAGATTATTAATAAGCTCATCTATTTCTTGTGTACTTAATATAGGTACATTATTAATTGTATAGTCGACATTATCATTATTTACTGGAGGTTTTGGAAGTATGATACCAAAAACATAATTTTCATTTTTGTATGGTATTTCAACTATCTGATAAGAATTATTTTCGTAGTAATTGTAGTAATCTTTTTTATGCATAAAATTAACAAACTTATTTTCCCCATAAAATTTACCACGTTTTGTATCATTTATTTTAAAAGGTTTTAACCATTTTGATTTAATAAAAATAGTATTGACCAAAATTAATATCATATCTTTTTTAATGTCTGATGGATTAATAACATTTTTTATTAATCCATTTGTTTTTTGCTCAATAAAATTATTTACTTTGTTTGATATTATTTCGGGATTTTCAAAATTTTGGAAAATAAATTTGGCCAAGTTTTTTACCAAATTAACATATTCCTCATTTATTTTATAATTATTATTAATGAGAAATAAATTTGACATTTTAATTGAATCATCATTAAATATATTTTTTATATATTCCAAATCATCTAAACTATATTTGTATTTTAATAGCTCAACAAGTTCATTATTAGTTTTATTTAAAGCACCTAAATGTAATATAGATAATGCATAATTTAAACTCAAAGGGGAAAATATATTTGAAGCTGTATCAAAATTATTAAATGTATTTATAGTAAATGAATGATTTGCGTCTGAAATTTTTGAATCAAATTCAATAACTTTGCCTCCGAACATGTTATTTTCTAAATCTAATTTTTGTTTAAGCATGACATACTTTTTTTTATATTTCAAATACTTTTTTTGATAATTCATAATGTATATATGTTATAAATAAATTATTAAAAATTAATAAATCCATAATTATCTAAATTACACATGTACATAAATAATGTATATTTTCTTAAATTAAAACATAGATTCATATCACGATCATTTTTATAATTATCATATTGTTTTAAATTCCAATTTAAAATCACAGATTTATCAAAAATAATTACACCAGATATATAAGGAACATTCCATAATCCTATTTTTTCTCGCGCTACCAAACTTAAATAATCTTCTGATCTTTCGTAATATCCTTTATCATCTAGGGATCCCCAAAAATTTGTAAAACAAGAATTATTTTTACTCATTAATAACGGAGAAATAATGCGATGATGATTATTAAACAAAGGTATTATTTCTTTTAAAAAAGTTGTTTTTGTAATAACATAATTTTGTTCCATCAAACAATAATAATCACACCCAGAATTAATAAAATCATCAAATTCATAATTTGTAATATTTGATTTATAAACAAAACCTAATAAATTTATTAATTGTTCTATTTGATTATTTTGAAATTTATCATAAATATATATTTCCTTATTATCATAATCTATTTTTTTTACACTTTCAAAAAATTGCGTGAAATTATTAAGTAATGATGTATCAACATATAGTGCAATAAATACTTTTGGCTGCGGTGTTTCAATTGTTTTAGGTATATCGACTAATAATAATGGTTCAATATAATTTTCCAAACGATTTAAAAATTTTTTTGTTTTTGAAGGACCATTTCCATGTATAAATATTGGATAAGATTTTGTGTATTTATTAAAAATTCTATTTTTATGTACAACAATATCAGATTTACATCCGTTGATTGCTTGAAATAATTGACAATTATGGTCCAAAATTATATTTTCACCTTGTAAAAATTTTTTTGTGTAATATAATTGATCATCATCATTATCTAAAATATTACTTACTAATTTATGAAGATCATCACGATATCCCATAAAACTTCCTGAATTTAAGTATTTGTATTTTGATTCTGTGAGAGGATAAAAATTTGCTAAATTTTTATCTGGCCAACAATAAACTTCACTTGAAAATATTATTGATTTATTACCATTACATAATTTTTTGTATTTTTCATATATTTCTTCTACTCCAGAAACTGGAAATAAATCAAATGTATCACAAACTATTAATAATTTATTTTCGTTTACTTCATTTAATACTTGTAATAATTCATTGACTTTTTGTCCACCACCCGCACCTGCAGACATATCTCCTCCATTCCAAATTTTACCATCACCAACAATTTTATATGGTAAATTAAAAGATTTACAATATGTTTCAAATCTTAAAACACCATCATTTTTATTTGGAGAAACACCAATACCCAGAATTAAAATATCTTCCATCTATATTTTCACATATTTTTTTCTATTTATATGAATGAGTAAATATTTTATAATACTATTATTGATAAAATATAATGGAATATATATAGTCAAATGTATAGTTATAGTATAATTGATAGTGCTTGTGAATTAGGATATATTGATGTTTTAAAATGGTGGAAATCATCTGGTTTAGATTTATATTACACATGTAATTCATTAGATTATGCCTCAAAAAATGGACATATTAATATTTTAAACTGGTGGTTAAATTCTGGATGTGAATTGAAATACTCGACTTGTGCCATTGATTGGGCTTCAGAAGAAGGTCGAATGGATGTATTGGAATGGTGGAAAAATTCTGGTTTAGAATTAAAATATACAGAAAACTCTGTTGATTTTGCTTCGAGAAATAATAAAATTAAAGTATTAGAATGGTGGTTAAGATCTGATTTAGATTTTAAATTTACTAGATATGCTATAATTTTTGCATTGGAAAAATCACATAGAAATATTATTAATTGGTGGAAAATATATTATCGTAATTATATGCCAAATTTAAATGATTGTGAAAAAATTGAAAATATTATTTATTAAATAATAACATTATTAACCCCACTAATAAACATGTCTGATAATATCATTTGTATTTGTGGAAAAAATCAATCAACTGATAAATCATATTCAGTATATGGAAAAATCTTTTGTAGTATGAAATGTCTTAAACCCTATAAAGAAGCTGAAGACGAAAAAAGAAAACCAAAAAAATCTGTTGTTTTACAAAATATAAATATAAACTATGGTTCATCATGTTGTTGAGAATGAATTTGTTTTATTAAAAAATAATATATATAATATTCTCTTTTAATAAATGGATGAATTATTTGTAAAAATAACAAACGAACAAGAATTGCATAATGGTTTTCAATATAGCGATGGACTAAATATACTTGATAGTAATTTTAATGAGAATTGTGATGATTTTTATGGTTCTGGAGGTTTTTATATTACATCATTAAAAAATATAAATAAATATTATTATTGCGGCATTAATTTAAGAATTGTTGAATTACCTTTACTTGATAAAAATTTTAAAATAGTTCCAGTTGGAGATAGTTGGAGAGTTAATATGCTTATCATGAAAGAAAAATATTCCTTGTATGATAAATCTACCTATGATAAATTTGGATTAAAAATGGAAGATAATGATTTTATTGTTGATTTTGCATCAAAAAATAATAACATCAAGTTTTTTAATGATTGGACGGATCATAAATTATTACTAAAATATACCATTAATTCAATTGATGATGCCTCTATTTTAGGAAATATTGATATTTTAAATTGGTGGCAAGAATCTGGTTTAGACTTGATATATACATCACGTGCCATTAATTATGCTTCGGCTAACAATCAAATAAGAATACTGAATTGGTGGAAATGTAGTAACTTAAAATTATTATATACTTCAGAAGCATTAGATTTAGCTTCGAAAAATGGTCACAAAGAAACATTAGATTGGTGGTTAAAATCAGGTTTAACATTAAAATATACCGAAAAAAGTATGGATTGGGCTTCCATGAAAAATCAATATGAAGTATTAGACTGGTGGTTAAATTCAGGATTAACTCCTAGATACAGTTATGAAGCTATGGATTATGCATCCTGGAATGGAAATATAACAGTATTAAATTGGTGGATTAAATCTGGTCTTGAATTGAAATACACAAAAAATTATTATTTTTGGTATAATAATGATAATAAATCGAATACTAATGTATTAGACTGGTGGTGTCGTTCTGGTTTAAAAATTAAATTTAAACATTTACAACAATAGGCAACTGATTATTCTCGGCATTAATTGGTGTAAGTGGTGTGTTGATTGTAATATCTGGTATTGTCTCTGATCCAATTTTATCTAATAATGTGTTTACTTGTTTTGTGCGTTCACGACTTTCTTTAACGGCATAATTACTAAATCCAATTAAAGATAAAGATATTGTCCCCATTAATCCGGCCAAATATGATAATAATAAATAATCGTAAAATCCCGCAGAAAATGCTAAGATTGTAGAAGCTAATAAACATAATTCTGATAATGCCTCAACAAAATCACCAATAAATTTCCATCTAGATTTACTTTTTAAATTATATTTAATATCAGATTGATATGTTTTTTCTACTTCTTTTTTTATAATTTCTTTAAAAGCTGTATCTTGAGAGATATTAGAAGCTATATTTGTCATTATTTAAATAATAAATGATTATTTTTTAAATAATTATTGTAATACATACAAAGAAAATATATATGAAACAATTGCACTCACAAATGAAATAAAAATAACACCTACAATTATTGCATACACTCCTGTAAAAATTTTTTCTGCGTCCGTTTTATCACCAGGGGCAATACCTAAGGTTGAAACTGTTAATGTAGTGTTATAAATAGAATCAATTAAACTCATTTTAAAAAGAGTACGATATCCAATAATACCTATTATTATTACTACGCAAAATACACAAAACAAAATTAATACTACTTCTAGTACTCTTGATTTTTTTATGGTTTTTGCACCTTTATCAACACATTCCTGAACACATTTATTGATATTCACAGACATTATATAATATATACATTATTTTAATTATTGCATATGTGTTTTTTTACTTTTTTTTCTAATTTAATTAACCATATTTTTTTATCCAAACCCCATTTATATCCACCGATATTATTTTTACCAATAACTCGATGACAAGGAATAAAAATGGCTATATTATTTTTACCACATGCATTAGCTACTGCTCTTACGGCAGTAGGTTTTCCAATAGCAACTGCAATATCACTATATGTTTTAGTTTTACCATAAGGTATTAATAATATTTCTTTCCAAACTTTTTTTGAAATTCAGTTCCATTCATTGGCAAATTTTCCATGTTTCCAACATAGTTACCTAAAAAAAATTTTTTGCGTATTTATAATATTTTGAAGGTTTACTTGGATTAGTAAATATAAAATTTTTTTCAGGGTCAAAAAATTTAATTTTATCAAGTTTATTATTGGTTGTTTTTATTTTTAAAATACCCAATGGTGTTTTTAAATATTCTTTTTGTGACATTATTATTAGACATATTAATTTATTTATGAGTTAATAAATAAATCAATATTTATTTAAAAATTGGAGAGACCTTGATTTTTAAGTCCAAGATATTTTTTTTTGTATTTTTCATATTTGTCTTTGTAAATATCATCATTTTCACCACCCATTTGATTATTATTGTTATTATTATTTAATGCGGAAGTATTTGCCATGGATCCACGATTTGATGCGGCAATATTATTCCAACTGGCATTTGCTGAACTGGCATTAAGAGTGGTTCTATTATTATTATTGTTTCCAGTATATAATGAAGTATTACCTGAAGTATTACCTGACATGGTATTGGCATTACGATTAGCATTAGCGGTACTTCTACTTCCAGTATTTGTAGAATTATTATTATTTGATCTGGAATTAGATCCTGAACCAAAACCTGAATTATTATTATTTCCACTTGAATAATCTCTATTATTGGTATTCATGCGACCTCTGTTAGCGGCATAACTTTGTCTTACACTCATAAAAGGATCATCTTCACCACCAGTAGCATTAAGCGTACCAGGGACAGCTTCTTGATTACGAGTTACGCTTGTATTAGCAGTTGTGGATCTTGTTTCATTATTTATAGGTACTGTAAATGAAGCAAGTTCAGCTAATTGTACAGCTTGATCAGATTCATTTGTGATGGCGAAATCATGAACATAATGAGTTTTAGTATAATCAAAAATTTGATTAATTTCGGTAGGTTTTCTTCCGCGTGTGAATTTCACTTTATGCATTTCAAATTGTTTAACTTTTTTAAATCTTGGTTGTGCTGCTTCATTTGAGATATTTACTAAATCTGATTCTTTTTTATGATGATGTTTTTTTAATATATATTCGCCAAAACGTCCATTTGTTGAAGTTGCGTTATTAAAATATCTTTCCCCAACAATGCGAATAAGTTCTCTTTTGAGGACATGATTACGTTTAACATGTTGAATAGCATGCGCTATATGAGCATCTAAATCATCGGGATTAGGATGGTCTTCATTTCTTTTGTTAACAAAAACATTGATAGAAATTTTGGTCACTGTTCTTCTTTCATGATCAACAAATTTAAAAATGTATTTTTTCATTTGTCTATATTTCAAACATGATAAATTTTTTTTTTGAATTGCTATATTAATTTATAATTATATTAATAATTATATAAATATGTTCCATTCTAAGAAATATTATAATATTCATTAATGATATCTGGAATATTTTTATCTAAACTTTGAATATCATTGATCAATTTAATGATGCGGTTTGATGGAGGTATTTTTATATTAGAATTTTTTATATATTCCAATAAAAAATCCATATTAATATTTACTTGATTAATATCTTTATCGGATGCAATTAAATTCTCCGGATCCCATAATACAATTAAATATTTGTGATTGATATTAACGACATGATTTCCTATGTTATATTCTTTATAATATGGTTTGGGTAATTTATTAAATAAATATTTATTAATATTTGAATGATAATCTATATTAGTTATGGTTTTTAAATAGTAATTAATAATAATTACTTGGAATAAAACATCGTACCAATCACTAGGATGTTCTATATTATCTATTAAGTCGGGAAGAATACCCTGAAAATTTTCTCTAAAAACATAAAATTTACTATTTATACTGTCACGACAATCTAAAACACCATATATATAAGGAAAATATTCTAAACCTGTATAATTTGCTTCAGTCATGATATCATAACTCGAAAAAATTCTTTCTACATCATTTCGAGTAATTTTAATATCTTCATCATTATTTTCACTCAGATCCCTATCAGAATCATTATAATTAACTATTTCATAAAATACATTAACTGAATCAATGTTTATTATATTTTCATTTGTTTCTGTTTCATCAAGAAATTTCATAATATTATGGCAATTTAATGTATCTTCCAAATATTTTATCATGTTTTCAGTAATTTTTTTTCGACTCATCTTGTGAATATAATATAAATTGGATATTTATTTTTATCTATAAATTATTTCACAAAATATAGTATTTAATATTGGTACTAATGTTGTATTATATAAAACATAATGGTTGGTATAAATAACTTCTCTTTTTTTATTGCTTATAAATATGTATGAATAATATGAGTTTCCAAAATTTTCCTTACCCACCTAAATGTTCTGGTATAAGTCCGTGTGCAGCTGATCCTTTATATAATCCTGGTGTTAGACCTTGCCCTCCTTGTCCTCCTCCAATTGCAACTGCTTGTCCTCCTCCAAGGACACCTTGTCCTTTAAAATCATTTTGTGATCCTGGACTTATGAATACATGTAGTGCTCAACCTATTATTAATCCAGTGGGTCCTCGCCGAGCTATTGCTACATGGAAAGTCAATTATTTAATAAGTAATCGTCAAAATCAAGCTTCTCATACTGATCCTGATTTAATTAATCCTTGGGGTATTGTTATACATAACAATCAACTTTGGATTGCAAACAATGGTACTGATACAATTGGTAATTATGATCTTTTCGGCAATAAACTTTTAGGATCAATTACAATACGTAATGCCGCTCATAACTCTAGTTTCCCTACAGGAATGGCAGTAAACTGTGGTGGAGGATTTAATGTTACAAATGGAAGTTTAACACGACCTGCTATTTTAATGACTGTTTCTGAACATGGAACAGGACATGGATATAATCCACAAATTGATCCTCTTACCAGTTTTATAACTCTTAATTCTCAAATTACTGGTGAAGTCGCTGTTTACAGAGGTTTAACTGTAGTAAATAATATATTATACATTGCTGATTTTATGAATAGACATATTGATGTTTTTGATGGAAGTTTTAATAGAATAATTGGATATCATTTTGTAGATAATGATAGTAGTGATCCAATACCTCTAAATTACGCACCATCAAATATAGTTAATATTGGTTGTTATATATATATATTATATGCTGAAAAAGATCCTAATATAACTATACAAGCCACAACAGGACCTGGAAAAGGATTTATTTCCGTTTTTACTTTAGATGGCGCATTTGTCAGACGTTTTACAAGTAGAGGAGTATTAAATGATCCTTGGGCAATGATTCCTGCACCTTGTGATTGTGGTTTTCCTCCTGGTTCATTCTTGGTTGGCAATCATGGAGATGGTAGAATTAATATTTTTGATTGTAATGGTAAATATGTTGGTCCCTTATTAGCACAATCTGGTTTACCAGTTGTTATTGATGGTCTTCGTGGATTAGCACCACATTATACTGATTTTAATGAAATATATTTTACATCTTCTTTTGAAGAAAATACAGAAGGTATTGCAGGAAGTTTAACAAAGGATCAAGTTATATATTTCTAATTATTTATTTAATTTATTTTTATGAATTAAATAAATTTTTCAATATATTCTAATTGTTGTTTTGTGTTAATATTATATATTTCTAGTTCTTTATTTTTGGGTAAAATAAAAAGATCTATTTTATTAGTTTTATCTTGTTTATATAATTTGACAAGATCTGTTAAATAATATTCGTTTTGTGAATTATTATTATTTATTTTTGGGATATAAGTTAATAAAACTTTAGAATTACATATATAAATACCACAATTTACTAAGTTAATTTTTTTTGTTCATTATTACAATCTTTTTCTTCTACAATTTCATAAAATTCACCATTATTATCGACAATAATTCTACCATTATTTGTGGGATCTGACAAATGTATTGATGTTATTAATATTTTTTTAGAATGACTATTATAAAAATTATAAATATCACGTATGGTTGTATGTTGAATCATTGGCACATCTCCATTTAATATAATATTATCAATATCTTCATTTTCAAAATGTGATAGTGTACATTTTACAGCATCTCCTGTACCATTAGGTATAGGTTGATCCACATAATTTATTCTTTTATCGCTTATATTCTTTTCTATTTCTTGTTGTATTATTGAACGATATTTACCCACAACTATCAAAATTTTATCAGGATTTAATTTTATTATCTGATTTATTAATCTCACAATCATAGCCTGGCCTTTTACTTGATGTAATACTTTTGGTAAATCACTTTGCATACGTTTTCCAAGACCACCTGCTAAAATAGTGATGTAAAGCTTACTCATTGTTATTTATAGTTATAGCTAATAAATAAATTATTGAATCGATCGGAAAATATAGTAATTTATACTATATTTAATGTGATAAGAAAAATATTAATATATCTTATAATTTAAACGAACATTAATAATACATATTACAGGGTGGCTATTTCACCTTTTATTTTATTATTTTATTGTATCATATTAGAAATGGCGTGTAACAATGTTTGCGGATACGCGTGTTATCCTTATTTTTGTGCTACATATAATCCTTGTCAAGTAGCATGTATACCATATCCACCGGTATGTCAAACTACTTGTGTACCTTCATGTCCACCTGTTTGTCCTCCAACTCCTCCAATTCCTCCTCCTCCAATTGTTGTTGAATATGCAACCACAACACCTAGTGGTACTCCTATTCCTACAAGTCCAGTTGGAGTACCACCGACTCCAATTCCTGTAGGTTCAACTGTTATCCCAGCGGGGACAGTCACAGTTATTTCAGGATATTCACCAACTCCTACAAGAAATGTTGGTGGAATAACTCTTAATACTACAACTAATCAATTTACTATTCCTTTGGCTGGTAGATATCTCATCACAAGTTTTATTGGTATAACTGCAAATCCTACTGGTGTTAGAGAATCTTATATATATAGAGTTAGTGGTACAACTGGTGTCATATCACTTATTGCTTCTGATAGTAGAAATGCAACTGATGTAGGTGCCACTTTTATTAATTTGACCACCGAAGATTATTTCCAGGCTGGTGATCGTATCTTTTTTGCTGTGGCTCAAAACTCTGGCGCAGTATTATCTACAACATCAAATAGTAGATTTACAATTACTCGATTAAGTTCTTAAATTAGATAAATTTAAATATAACAATCATTAAATTTATCTATCATTTAATATAATAAATATGGATAAATATCCTATTAGAATAGGTTATGCATGTATTAGTACAGAATTAAGAGATTATGATATTTTTACGTCAAGAACTTTAATTCTTAAAACAGCCAGTGCAAAGGGTATTGATTATGTAAAAGAATTAGCATCAAATAATGTAGATGATTTATTTAATATAATTATTTTTAATGAAGCACATGGTATAAGATTTTTTAGAATTAGCAGTTGTGTTTTTCCTCATTTAGGTAATCCACAATTATCTGGAAATGATTATGATCTTGATTTCGTAAAAGATAAATTAAAAATTATAGGTAAATATGCAAAAAAATGTGGACATAGATTAACCATGCATCCTGGTCAATTTTGTCAATTAGGTTCGCCAAATGAAAAAGTTATAGAACAAAGTTTTATAGATTTAAAAAATCATGCTAAATTATTACAAATGTTAGGATATAAGCCATCAGATGGTGCTGTATTAATTATTCATGGTGGTGGAACTTTTGGAGATAAAAAAGAAACATTAGAGAGATGGAAAAATAATTTTTTAAAATTACCTTCTGAAGTTAGAGATTATATTTCCTTAGAAAATGATGAAAATAATTATGGTATTATGGATTTATTGCCTTTTTGTGAAGAATTAAAAATACCTTTTTGTGTGGATCTTTTTCATAATCGTGTTTCAAAAAATAGAGTTGCTATTACCAAAAATTTAATGCGAAGAATATTTAATACTTGGCACATCCGAGGAATAATACCTAAAATGCATATTAGTGAACAACAACCTGGATTAAAAAGAGGTGCACATAGTAAAACTTTAAACAGATTACCTGAATATGTTTTAAGATTACCACGCATGTTAAAAACTCCTCTTGACATTATGTTAGAAGTAAAAGATAAAGAAGTATCTGTATTTAAAATATATTACAAATATTTTGATATTCATATGGATGAGACTGGTCGTGTTGATTATACATTAAAAGAACATGAAAAAAATTGAAAAATGAAGTCATTGGACTTGTTATTTAATATGACAAATTATTAGCTATTAATAGCATTATAATTCATCTTATCAATATGTCTATTGTTACTGCTAACACTGGTTCATGTGGTTGCGATTCTGATAATCAATTAGTACCCGCCAAGATTGTTGACATTACCCCTGGTAAAGTTGTTGAAGTAGTTGATCCTGTTCCTGAAATCAAACCTGACGAAAGAAAAACCGAAGTTGTTGATCCTGTTCCTGAAATCAAACCTGACGAAAGAAAAACTGAAGTTGTAGAAATTGTTCAACCTAAACAGATAACTATCAAGATTGTAGGTTCGGCTAAACTAAAGTATCACAAACATACAAAGATTGGTGGAGGTGAAGATTATCTTTACTTACAAAATCCTCTTGAAGTTACTTTTCCGGAAAAACTAAAAGTGGAAATTAATGGAGTACGTTTTGAAGTAGTTTTTGATTGGAGAACTAAACTTGACGAAGCTACAGGAACCGCGACCAAATGTACGATTCCTGCAAAAACGCATTTTATTCATGCATCTGTTGGAATCCCATTTGAATTAGCTCTTGCTCAAGAAATTGAACTTCCCGATCGTTGTCCTATTCTTCTCCCAGCAGGGACTCATCTTCAACAATTTTCAGAAACTCCTGGTCTTAATCTTAGAGTTACTCTTGATTATGAATGTGAAGCATTCCTCATTCGCTAATTAAAAATTGATTTTTTAATATTTGTTTATTTAGTAAATAAATATTAAATTTATTAATAATAACAATATGTTATCAGCTTATTATACTGCCATACAAATAACACCACGTATAATTCCTAAATTATCAGGAATTATTTTTGAAAATATGAAACATGATTTAAATTTTATACAACAAATAAAAAAAAATCATGGTTCTGTATATGATTTCTCCGATTGTTTGAATGAATTTAAATATACACATTATTTGAATATGGCAAATGTAATTACTGATTCTATTAAATATTTCCAAGATAGTTTTAATAGAATAACAAATGGTCAAGAAAATAATAATAATAAATTGGATGTTAATTTAAAAAAATATCATTCTAAATGTTTACCAGGTATGCCTCCAATATATATTTTTGGAGGGTTTAATCGTGATATGTTGAGTGGTAGAATTTATAATGATATTGATATTAGATTTGGTAGTAAAAATTTTCTTGACTTGTTTATTGAATATTGTATTCCAAAAAACTACAACATTATTGATTTAAAAAAATATATTTCTAATGGACAATCAAAATATTATTGTAAGTCAAAAAATATACAAATTATCACTACTGGATATGAAGATTATCCCATTACATTAGATTTAACATATATATTACCTGGATCTTATATGCAAACAATTTTTCATGAACATCCAGACATGGATGTTAATACAATTATTTCGTCTGGTTATTACCAAAATAATTTATTAAATATGGATACATTTAATAAAAAATGTGATTTACAAGAAACAATAAAAAATTGTCAAAATGGATGCTTTATTATTTTAAGTCCAAAAGGAGAACCAATTATCGATCATTGCGCTGACACTTTTTATGAATTTGATAATTATGGTAATATAATTAAAATGAACAATGATGGTTATGATTATACATATTATTATAATTCTAAATATCCAAATTGTATATCAAAATATGATAATTCTAAAAAAGGGAAATATTTGTGTGAAAGAATAAATAAAATGTTATCAAATGGATGGATATATTTAAATAAACCATGTAAAAATCCTTGGTGTATATTAGCTCCACAAAATTTATCTTTTAAATTTATTCAATATTTGGAACTATCCGGAATTCAATGTGGTATCTGGAAGAATTCGTCATTACCAAATAATTCCATAAGATTTAATTTTCTATCTTTTCATAGATTTAATTAAAATTGAATATTTTTTTGATTATTATTATAATTAAAAAAATAACACGAAAAATGTTCCAACCTTATTTTTGTCACAATGATAAAATATTAAAAAAATCTATTCCAACATTGGCTTGTTTGAGCATAAAAAAAATTTTCGATGAGTATAATATTCAAGAATCTTTTGAAATAATATCTAAATATTGTGGATCTCCTGAAGATTTTAATTATGCAAAAAAAGAATTCTTTCAAATAACCAGACAAAATATGATAAGTAATATATTCCATAATTTTCAAGATTTTTGTTTATTTTATAAAAAATTATGCGATCATGATCATGAAATAAAAATAGGGAAGGTAAAACATTTAAATCCAAATATATTTAATGATTTTATGAATAAGTATAACTTGAAAAATGAAGACTTGATATTTTTAGCTGATGAAATTATGTCAAATACTGATCATAATTATTCTTGCGTAAAATGTTATGGTCAATATTATAGAAATTTATTATCTGGGGATGATAATGAATGTATTGATTTTATTTGTGAAACTGAAATAATTTTAAAAGTACTGCAACATCATTTTATCCCATTTAAAATTGAATATTCAAGGACTGAAAAAAGTAATTATAATTTTATTAATATTTATAAGGTTACAGATAATAAATATCCTGAAATTTTCATATATTTAAGTTTGACAAGTTATATAGTTAATGAGAGTATTGATGTAAATTTATTATTTTGTGATATGATAAATGGTGGATCGGTTGAATATTTATATTCGAATAACCAATATTTAGACAAATTACAAATGATAGAAAATTGTAAAAATAAAAAATTTTTTGTTTTAACACCAGAATGTAAACCTATTATTTTTCATGGTGAATATATGGAAATCATTCGTGATGAAAAAAATAAAATTACTCATATTAAAAATAACATAAGTCCATATTGTGATGTTGGAAATCCTGAATATAGACCATATTGTACTAATTGTAATAGTAATTCAGGGAAATATATTTTATCACAAATAAATGATTTATATTTACAAGGTTGGGAATGTATTAATGAACCCTGTACAAATTTGTGGTGTATTTCAGCTGACAGAAAATTAGCCAAAGAATATGAAGAATACATGATGATACAAGAAAAAGAATTTTATGAATATTGGAAAAATATATTGGATCCTTTATCAGATGAAGAAAAATTATCTGATTTTTGTCCAAAATTTAAGCAAAATGAATAAATTATATAATAGATTTTATTATTTAATAAAATTTATTATTAAGCTATCCTATAAACAATAAATGCTTCAGATCCCGAAGTGACATTTGTTATTTTTAATCTAAATAATCCAGATGTATTAGGAGTTATTTGTGCATTGCCAATTATTGTAGAACCAGCTAATGTATAAATTGATGTGGATGATTGATTGATAATACTAAAGTCAAAAGCATCGTTTACTTGAATATTACTTATAAGCGAAATAATATTAGCCGCTGTAGGTAAATTTAACGTAGAGTTTGAGGTAGGTGAACCATATAATATTCTTGATAAAATATTAGGAATAGTTAAATTAATAATAGGTGTATCTGCTAAAGCAACTTCATTTATTTGAGAAATTACATGAGCATTACCATTTCTTAAAAATAAATTAGTACCATTGGTTGTATTTCCAATGATAATATCACGAGCAACTGAAGCAGTACCTAAGTATATATTTCCACCAGAATAATGTCCCACACCAATTACACCACCATTAGCATTAATAGCGATACCATAAATACCACTACTTAATGTTATTCCACCAGTACCAGCATTTGTATCAATAGTAACAGCATTTCCTACAGCTGCATTTGAAACAATAGAAACGGGTCTATTTTCTGTATAGACTTGAATTCCACCTGTAGCATTTAATAATATGGCATTATCACCAGTGCCTTCAGATTCAACTCTAATACTTGAATTTGTGTTTCCTGTTAATCCTATGGTTAAATTTTGACCATTGGAATTGGTATTATGTGTTATGTTGGAATTTGCACCTGCAGAATTTAAAGAAACTGGTCCATTTGTACTATTTATAACAAGTCCATTTGTACCAGTATTTATATTAACACCTGTATTACCAATAGTATTGCCAATATTAATATTTCTTTGTGTATTTGATCCTATATTTATTGGTCCCGAACTTGAATTGTTACCTATATTAATACCACTAAATCCATCTATATTTGTTAATGCGTTGGTAGAGTTTAAAATAAGATTACCATTAGTAACATTTATACTTGTTTCGGCTCCACTTTGAACCGTAAATGCATTAGTTGTTTCTACTGCTATACCACCAGTACCAGCTCTAATTGCTATACCACCAACAATATTCGAAGCAAGTATTTCAATTGCTTCATTATCAGCTAATGATGATTGTAAAATTAATCTTTCACCTATAATTTCAGGTTGATGATTATTTATTATTGTATTTAAAGCATTTAATTCTGTAGTGGTCAATGGAGCTTCAAATGTTATTATAACGTTATCAGGATTATTAGAATCAATAACAACACTATATAAAAGTTTTTGTATCTGTGTACTATTTAATATTTCAGAACTTAATTGTCCTGTATTAATTCCATTAGGAAAATTTTGACTGACGGAATAATTATAACTTGTCATGTTTCTATAAACATAACAGATATAAATTTTTTTTATGACAGGAATTTACACTCATAATAATAAATTTTTATTGTATAAAATTTGTTATCATGATACATTTAATGTTAAAATAACATTTCTATATCCACTAATTGATTGAGCGAATGGTCTACCCCAAGCATAAGCAAAAGAACCATTAAGTTCTTGAACAAAAGTAATAGTATTTGCACCACCAGATGCACTTTGAGAGCCAAAAAGTTCAGCTCCCACTAACCATCCATATTGAAATGGTATATTACCTTCTGTTAAAACAGAAGGTGCTGTTTTGTTTAAAACCCTATTAGCATTATATCTACCATCTGTTGATGTTGATGTATTTGTAGCCAATAATCTTACTCCTATATTATTAGCGGTACCAACCGCACCACCAGAAGTTGGCGTTGTTATTGCAAATTCTAAAACTCCCATTAATTCTCTTTGAGAATAATCTATTCTAAATATACCAATCCAACAATAAAATGGATATGTTAAAGTATTACTTTGAGTGGCAGCCGCTACTATTGTTATAGTACCGCCAGTTATAACTCCATTTGATTGCATTTGATATGGTGCAATGTCAGCAGGATTTTGATATCCAACTCCTGCTCGTGTTGATTCTCTTATAATTGTGGTATTTTCTTTGTACAGAGAAGTAGCTTGAGCAATATTAGAATTAGAACTTGGATAATAAAACTGATAAAATCCTGATCCATTAGTTGATGGAGTAGAATCCCCTTTATCACCCTTTGTTCCTAAATCTCCTTTATCTCCTTTTATACCTTTATCTCCTAAATCTCCTTTTATACCTTTATCTCCTAAATCTCCTTTTATACCTTTATCTCCTAAATCTCCCTTAATACCTTTATCTCCTAAATCTCCCTTATCACCTTTATCTCCTTTATCTCCCTTATCACCTTTATCTCCTTTATCTCCTAAATCTCCCTTAATGCCTTTATCACCTAAATCTCCTTTAATACCTTTATCTCCTAAATCTCCCTTATCACCTTTATCACCTAAATCTCCCTTATCGCCTTTATCACCTAAATCTCCCTTATCGCCTTTATCACCTAAATCACCTTTAACACCCTTATCACCTAAATCACCTTTAACACCCTTATCTCCTAAATCTCCCTTGTCACCTTTATCACCTTTATCTCCTAAATCTCCCTTAATGCCTTTATCACCTAAATCTCCTTTAATACCTTTATCTCCTAAATCTCCCTTAATACCTTTATCTCCTAAATCTCCTTTATCTCCTAAATCTCCTTTATCTCCTTTAATACCCTTATCACCTAAGTCTCCCTTATCACCTTTATCTCCTAAATTTCCCTTATCACCTTTATCTCCTAAATTTCCCTTATCGCCTTTATCACCTAAATCTCCTTTAATACCCTTATCTCCTTTATCACCTTTATCTCCCTTGTCACCTTTATCTCCTAAATCTCCTTTATCACCTTTATCTCCTAAATCTCCCTTGTCGCCTTTATCACCTAAATCTCCTTTAATACCTTTATCACCTAAATCTCCTTTAATACCTTTATCACCTAAATCTCCTTTAATACCTTTATCACCTAAATCTCCTTTAATGCCTTTATCTCCTAAATCTCCTTTAATACCTTTATCTCCTAAATCTCCTTTAATACCTTTATCTCCTAAATCTCCTTTAATACCTTTATCTCCTAAATCTCCTTTAATACCTTTATCTCCTAAATCTCCTTTAATACCTTTATCTCCTAAATCTCCTTTAATACCTTTATCTCCTAAATCTCCTTTAATGCCTTTATCACCTAAATCTCCCTTGTCACCTTTATCACCTTTATCACCTAAATCTCCTTTAATGCCTTTATCACCTAAATCTCCTTTAATACCTTTATCTCCTAAATCTCCCTTGTCACCTTTATCACCTTTATTTCCTAAATCTCCTTTAATACCTTTATCTCCTAAATCTCCCTTAATACCTTTATCTCCTAAATCTCCTTTAATACCTTTATCACCTAAATCTCCCTTGTCACCTTTATCACCTTTATCACCTAAATCTCCTTTAATGCCTTTATCACCTAAATCTCCTTTATCACCTTTATCACCTAAATCTCCTTTAATACCTTTATCTCCTAAATCTCCCTTAATGCCTTTATCACCTAAATCTCCTTTAATACCTTTATCTCCTAAATCTCCCTTAATACCTTTATCTCCTAAACCTCCTTTAATGCCTTTATCTCCTAAATCTCCTTTATCTCCTTTGGGGCCATTTTTACCAATAATGTTAAATTGATAAAACCATATTCCATTTAATTTTTTATAAACATTACCATTACTTGAATTAATATAAATATCATTATTGCTACCAATATTATTATTTGGTACTGAATTTCCAACAATTATTTGCGAACCATTAATACCAGGATTACCTTTATCACCTTTTTCTCTTAGGCAGTTAATTGTATCACCTTTATCGCCTTTTATGCCTTGTGGACCGGGGTTTCCGGTTGATCCTTTTAAACTAATATTTGTTGTTGTATCACCACCAATATATAATATCCCGTTACATATGTCCAAATATATATCCCCATTATTTAGAGATTTAAAAGGGAATCCAAAACCAGTCAAAATATTTGTACCAGTATTACCTTTTTCTCCTTTAATACCAGGGGGTCCCCAATATATGTAATTATAATCTGTCATATATATATTATATATATGTATATTATATATAACATTTATTAAACAATGGTAAAAATATTAAGTTATAATATTTTTTTTAAGTCAATGATTAATAATCCTTTACATAAAAAATGTAATATTATTCATGATGTGAAAAATAATTTAGAATATAATTCTTGTCTTAAAAACGTCTCAAATTTTATTCAAGATAATTCAGATTTTGATTTTGTTTTATTACAAGAAGCAACTAACTGGAATATTATACAAAAAATTACTCCAGCGCTACAAAATATGAAATTTATAAATCATAAATATGATTTGGAAGAAATTGTCACATTTTATCATGTTAATTATAAGCTTGATAAAACTCATAATATGATCAAAGGTTATATGACTGATAAAAATAGACCCTTTCTAATATTATTTTTTAATAATGAATTATGTTTAATAAATTTACATGCAGGACATCATCAAGATATTTATCATTTTGATAATCATTTAATCAAAATACTTGAAAAATATCACCATAAAAACATTTTTCTGGATAAATTAAAATCTTATAATATTATTATGGCTGGTGATTTTAATGATAATTTGGAAGATAATTCGTTAAAAATTCTTGAAAATAAATATTTTGGAATGAATGGTGGAAGAAAATTATATGGTTTTAATAAAATACCTAGTTGTTGTAGTTATAATTTAGATAAAATATATCAACCAAAATCATATGATCATATATTATCAACATTAAATAATATATCTTCACAAGTAATAACTATTAAATCAGCTTCTGATCATATGCCAATAATTGGTTATGTGAATAAAAATATTGGATATGATTTTGATGGCGTTTTACATATTGATGTTAGTAAACCTGATGAAGAAGGTCAACGACATCCTCCAAATTTATCTGGTCCGTATAGACCATTTAATAAAATTATTAATGAGATTATTAATAATTTAAACAATGGAGATAAAATTTTTATTATAACTGCAAGATATAATAGAAAACAGAACTTGGACTCAATTATGAATCATTTAAATAATACTAAATTGGTCAACTATTTAGATAATATTACCATATTATTTTCTGGTGGTTCTGATAAAACTAAATTATTACGTAAATATAAAATTAATTCATTTTATGACGATAGTTGTCTTAGAATAAAAGAATTATTTATATCAAGAATAAATGGTAATCTTCCGGATTTAACACAATTATATTTAGTTTATCCTGAAAAAAATAGTTATATCAAAATTGATAAACAAAATTATTATAATTTTTGTATTGATAATCAAATTGCAGGAAATATTAAAAATATTGATTGGAATTGTATTAATGAATGTTATAATATAATCTTATCTACAATGAATTAAATAATATATTATTATTACGGATATATATAAATATATAGCAATAATGGGTAATTCAATATCATTTAAAAAAGAATTTGGACTTATTTTAGTTGGTGCAATAATTTTTACGGCTTCTTATTTATGGAAAGATCTATTATTAGATATTGAAGAAAGATATTTTCCTAAACATTTTGGGCTGCTATGGCGAGCAGTTTATACAATATTGGTTACAATAATATTAGTATTATTAGCTATACATCTAAAGAATCAATTTGGTTTGAATTCGAATCAATCTGGAAAAACAGCAATTGAGTTTGATGATGGACCGATTCGTGATGCTTCAACACCTGATACAAGTGATCATATCACAATGGATCCTACTGGTTTAGATTCTATTTCATTGGATTCACATGAATAAATTTAATATTTATTAAAAAAATTGAATTTATTTTTTAATAAATATTAATTAAATTGATAAAGATTATCATCATGGATCAATTTCAAGATTTTTACAAAATTACAAATGCCAAAGAAACTCATTATGGATTTAAATACGAAGATGGACTTAATATTATGCTTGATACTTTTATTAAACAAGATGTAAAAGGAAAAACTAAAATTAGTTGTTTACACAATGGTTTATATTTTACCAACATACAAAATATTTTACGTTACATAAATCATGGAATTTTTCTTAGAAAAATAGAATTACCACTTGATGATCCTGGTTTTATTATGGAACGAGATCCCATTGAATCAAAGTGGAGAAGTAATATGATTATTTTAACAGATAAATATGATCTCAGGAATACCGAAACATTTGATATGTTAATCGAATTAGGAGCAGATATACATATTGATAATGATTTACCATTGAGATGGGCCACAAGAAATGGTTTTTATAATATTGTTGAGTATTTATTAAATCATGGATCTGATCCGCAAGTTTTAGATAACGAACCACTTATATTAGCATGTGAAAATGGATTTTTAGATATTGTTAAATTACTTGTATCAAAAGGATCTAATATTTGTGCCAGAGAAAATAATCCTATAAGAGCTGCTACAAGACAAAACCATTACCAAATTGTCAAATATTTGATTGATTGTGGTGCTGATTATACCAGTCTTGATAATTTTTGTTTACGTACTGCTTCTTATTTTAAATATACAGAAATTGAAAACTATCTTAAATCATTATGTAATAAAAAATATATTTCACTTGATAATAAAATACAATATAGTTTATCTAATTGTTCAGATGTAATTGATACAGAAAATGTATCTTGTAATAATATTATTCAAACTATTGATATTAACGATAACATCTCAAGCGTTACTAATATTGAAATAATAGGTGCTCTAAGTAAAGACTTGGCTTTTATGATATAATAAAATTGAAAATTTTTAATATTAATAAGTTTATTTAATATTATGTACTAATAAAGATATGTCAAGAATATTTACTATTTTAAATGCATTAGATGAAGATGATGACGGGAATTTAAATTTTAATACTATTAATATAATTGTATATACAAGTTCAGCTATATTTTTAATGATTAAAACTTGCAATGTTTTAGGTTTATGTTAATTAAATTTTTTATATTTTATAAAAAATTTAATCATCTACTTTTTCTTTTTAACTCATTTATCATAATTTCTGCGTGCTTAAATTCCAATTCCAATCTTTTAATGTATTTATTGTCAAGATTTTGTTTTTTTATCAATTCATAATATTTCTTTTCTAGAATTTCATATTTGTCTTGAAGATATATATATTCGTTTTTAATTGTATCAATTTCATTAGTATAATATTGTAAATTATTTGTTTGCTTATTTTTTACACAAAGTGTGCAAGAAATTAACCCACATTCACAGTATAATAATGACACATCATTACCTTGCAATTTTGTTTTTTCGATGATATCATCAATAATATTACGGAAATATAGTAAATTGTATTTTTCATTTAACACGAGTATTTTACTTCCAGTTTCATTATTAATTTTTTTCGTTAATTTATTAAAGTTTGACAAGATATTTAAATATGTTTCATCGTTTGTCGCAAGATTATTTAATGTTGGTATATTTTTATTATTTTTGAATATTTTAATAATATTTTTCAACGCTAAATCATTTGATAAAACATCCCAAATTTTTATAATATTATAATCATGATATATTTTCCGATATTTTATTAATTTATATTTTGTTAATTTGTCATTTTTACCAATTTTTAACATATGTATACCATCATATTCACCAATATAAGCTAAATATATGGCATACATATTTTTATATTTTTTAATAATATCATCATCATAATATTTTTTACTTAATCCCATTATAGTGGATTTACTATTGCATGAAATATACATTCCTCTTAAATAAATTGCTGGTATAATGTCATTTGTTATTTTGTTCCATATTTTAATTGCTTTATTATTCCTACTTTTTGATATTAATTGAAATAATCCACTATTATTTATAAATAATGTTTTTGGATTTATATTTGTTAAATTTGGCAATTCGTCAGCTATATGTTCTAGGGTATTATTTACAGCTTTGCTGTAAATAATACCCTAGAACATCTTTTATTTTAAATATTTCGGAAAAAAGATTATCCTTGTCCATATACATATTACAAATTTATTTTTAATCCGGAGGGATAGGAAACATATCCAAAATGTAAAAAAAATTTGAAAATTTAATGTTTTCAATTGGTCTATTAAGATAATTATTATTAATTTGATGTGTATCAAATTTATTAATAATCCATAATATGGAAAATCAAGATTTGAATAATTTGGCTGGCTATCGAGTCAATAATTGGCAAGAAAATCATTTTGGTCATCAATATGTCGATGGTATTAACATATTAAATGGAGATATTGATACAACACCTGATGCTGATAGTGGATTTCATTATGCAGATATTACTTCAATTTGTAAATATTTGACTTATGGAGTATATTTACGCGAAGTTTATATTCCAAAAAATAAAGATGTTGTTGTTATAAGAGATCCGCGTGGTAAAAAATTTAGAGCCAACCAAATTATTCTTGGAAAAAGATATAAATTAAAATCTGTTGACACGTTTAAAATGTTACATCAAAATGGCGCGGATTTTTCTGTTAGTCATTATTTTCCAATTAGATGGGCCGCAAAAAATGGATATTCTAAAATTGTCGAGTATTTAATTTCTATCGGATCTGATTTTTGTGCCAAAAATAATTATGCTATTAGATGGGCATCTAGAAATGGACATTTAGATGTTGTAATTATACTTATTAATGCAGGTGCAAATTTTAGATCGAAAAATGATGAAAGTTTTCGATTTGCAGCATACAACGGAAGACTTGATGTTGTTAAGTATTTAATACAATTGGGAGCAGATTTTCGATCTGAAAAAAACTACGCTATTAATTGGGCTTGTTTTAATGGACATATTGAAATGGTGCATTATTTATTTTCATTGTATGATAACATTAAAGACATTTCCAATGCTTTAGTATATGCATGTGAGGGAAATCACCTTGATATTATCGAATATTTAATTTCTAAAGGAGTTGACTACAGATTTAATAATGATGAACCTTTAAGAAAAGCATGCGCAATTGGTCATATTAATATTGTCAAATATTTTATCAATTTAGGATGTGATATCACCGTTAACCATAATGAATGTTGTCGTAAAGCAGCAACATTTGGACATCTTGAAATTGTTGAACTTTTGGTAAACAGTGGAGCAGATATTCAAGATCGAGAAAATGAAGCCATTAGACATGCAGCTTTTAATGGACATCTTGAAACAGTCAAATATCTTGCTAAAAAAGGCGCTGATTTTAGAGCTTATAATAATTATGCACTTAAGAAAGCATCAGATAATAATCATATGGATGTTGTAAAATTTTTGATTTCTATTATGTAATTTCAATAAATAAATATTATCTATCTATGGAAATTATTCTGTTAATTATATCATTAATTTTATTATCTTTTGTCTTGTAATTAGATTCATAAATAGTATATTCTCGTCCAGATTTTCTACATTCATCTACGGGCATTAAATTATTAATAGTGTTTGATATTTTACAATTATCATCATTACAATTACTTGTGCAAATATTTCCATTTTTACTTATATCAAGATATAATGTCTGATTTCTTTGTTCTATATTTTGTATGGTTAAACCATAAATATTATAAATTTCATTTATATTTTTTCTTAAGTTAATATGTTTATTTTTAATAATTTTAATAATTTGTCCATAATCTCCATTATCAATTTTATTGGATGAAGAATGATAATTATCAAAATATTCTAATAAAATAGCAAAATCTAATTCATTAAATAATATTTTTAGTATTTGTATAATTTCATTAGGTATACTATTTTTAATAGTAAATTGTATGAATTGGTAAAATAATTTATGTAACATCATAGATATTATGAATGAATATATATCTATTGATGTATAAAAAGGTATGGGTGAATATCTTATTAAAATACTCTCTATTTCAATATTTCCCAGTAAATTACTACATTTTTCTACCATTGGTAATATATTTGTCAAAACATAAAAATCTTTATCTGTTATGCTCGTCAAATTCAACATAAAAATATCGTTAAATATTTTATGAACTAGATTTGTCGCAATATTTCCTGAATTATAAAATCTTATACCATTCCATGTTATTGAACTTTTATCGTAATCTGCTATTTTATAAATATATTGAGGAAATTTTTGTGTCTTTTTATTTTGTTGATTTGTATATTTTTGTGGTAATTTTATAAAATGATTAAAGGATACAAATATATTTTTTGTTTTTAAATCACCATGAACAAATGAATATTTTGGTTGTTGGAGAATTTGTAATGTTTTTAAAACTTGCACAAAAATATCGTTAAAAATAAAAGACAAATTATCATAATTGTCAGCAATATCAATAAATATATTTGACATGTTTTCAATAATATCATAAAGTGATCCTGCATTTGCAAATTCTAAAATGCTATATCCATCAGCTTGTCTGACATTTGTTTTTGGAGAATAACCAAAAGTAGCTGCATTTATTATACTTGATGTACCTATTTTAATATTGGATCTGTTTTCACAAAAAAATGCGTCATATTGATATATATAATGATCGTTATAATATTGTGATAATATATTGTCCAATATTATATGCATTATCGTTTGATTTGTAAAATTATCATTTGAACAATTTAAATATATTAAACCATCTCCCTGACCAGATATGAAAGCATTATAAAATGAATATCCAAAATTTCTTGATTCAATAATAGAAACTATATCTTGTGCAAAATATTCAAAATATTTATTAATCGGATAAGATTTAAGTGGAGCATCATATTTACATAATATAACACCCAATTCTAAAAATTTATTACGATATTGTTTTATATTATTCATTTTTTTAAAAACTATTTCATAATTACCATTTGATGACTCGACTAAAAATGCTTTTCCTGCGGAACCTGATCCAACTGTTTTTATTTTATTATAATTATTTGTTTGTATTTTTCCATCTGTTTTGCTAAATATTTTCATAATTTCACAAATATTATTGTCTTGATAATTTCCAATATAAAATCTAAGGTAATAATTTTGCAAAAAACTAATATCAATATTCCCATCTGCATCTTTTGTCAATAAATTTAATAATGAGGTATTAATATTCTGGTATCGTTGATTTAAAATATCACGTAAAATTTTATAAGATACATTCTTATCCCACGGGAAAGAATCCTTTAAATCATTGTTATTTTTATTTATTTCTTGGAGATTATATTCCCATTTTTGCACTCCTCCGATTTGATATATATTAGATATATTTTGTAATCTGTTTTTATTTAAATAAATATTTGATGCTAAAATAGATGTCATTACATTTTTATCCAAATCTTTATTCTGACATCTTGATAATCTTTTGATATCATTTTTGGGAAGATATGATAATTCTTCAATATATTTTTTCATAGATATATTATGAGTCATATATTATAGATACGAATTTATAATATATTCTTATCCATTCGATAATAAAATTGAATTATTATTATTAAATCCTAATATTTTCAATTATTTATCATAATAATGTTGTTCATTGATTCAAGATTAGAAAAAACCATTATTAAAGGAAAAGGTAAAGGTTTTATTGCAAAAGATGATATTCCTGCAAATACTATTATACTTCGTGAGGAACCTGATTTTTGTTTAGAGGTAAATGAAAATACTGTGTCAGATATTTTTGAATTATTATACAAGATATTTACTTCAAATGATAATAATAAAATAAACAGATTTTTAGATTTGACACCTTCATCGTTACATAATTTTTCCCATTATTATGATAAAACATTTGAAGAACTTGATAAATTAAAAAATACAAAATTGAATTATATTTATGAATTTTTTAAAAATAATTACAATCATGATGAAATAACATTATTTTGCGTTAAATATATGTGTAATGCATTTGAATTTAATAATGCATGTTCAATTTTATATGTTGGAAGAATATTTAATCATTCATGTTTACCTAATATTATTTTTTATAGAGTTAAAAATGTTATGTGCTTTATGACTATTGTGGAGGTTAAAAAAGGTGAAGAGTTAGTTGACAATTATGTTGATATTACCCAAAATATTAAAATTAGACAAAATAGATTACTAAATCAATATGGATTTATATGTAACTGTATTAGGTGTAATAATCATAATAATAAATATGATTATTATGCTAAACAGATAAATAATACAAAAAAAAATAAATTAAAATTTAATCGTAATAATTAAAACTAGTTATAATACAATCCAATAATTTTTCACATGATATGCCACTCTTAATTAAGTCTGAAACTAATTGATGATTTTCGTTTTTTATCGGTTCTATTTCTGAGATATCAATTTGATATTTTATGAATAGTTTTAAAAATTCCATTTTTAATTTTGAAACAACATTTAATTTTGTATTGTTATCTGGAATAAATCCTTGTTTTAATAAATATTCAGTTGTGGATATATTGTTAATTAATATTGTTTTATTAATCAATTGATTATCAATATATAGTTGTCTATTTTCTAGATATATTAAAATATTTAAATCCAATCTAGCAAATATATCTATATCAATTTGATATATTTTATTTATATCACAACCTTGATCCAAAAAATAATTTATTCTCCCATATATATCTGATTCTACATTATTATAATCTTGATAATCAAGATTAATGTGTGTATTTTTTCTGGATCTTGCATAAGATTTATGTATTTTAATTATGGATAAATATTGAATAAAAGCTTCTTCAAGATCTTTTATTGGTATTTCATATTGTTTAAAAAAATTAAATATATCCATATTCTCATTCGCTAAACCACATATAATAGAGATATTATCACATAAATATGGATCAGCACCATTATTAATTAAATATTTTATTACATCAATATTAGTTCCATCGATAGCTTCTACTAATAAAGGTTCACATTTAGCATCAAAACAATGTAAATTAATGGTATTTATATTGAATCCGTTAGAAATTAATTCATCCAATATTTTAAAATTTGATGAAAAAATAGCAGATCTGAATATATATTTATTTTCCGAGACATCATTAATTTTTATTAATTCAATTAAAACATTCAACATATTCATATCAGATGTCAAATCTGAATATATATTCGATAAAGCGTATGAAATACTTGTGTATACTGATGATTTATTTTTTTTTATTATTTTTCTTATTAATTTGTTATTTTTATTATTTTTGTAATATTTATAAATATTGGTTTGTTTAAATTTATCGCGCATTTCTTTGTAACAATTCATTGGATCGTATGATGTAATAATATCTTGATAAGAATTTGACATGATTTATATAAATTATTATAATGTGTTTATATGGTAATAAAATTGAATTAATTTTAATCTAATAATTATATTTAAATAACCATAATAATGGCTTATAATTATATTGTTAATTTAAATACTATAATTAACATTCACGAGATATATAAATTGACACAAAATATAAATCAGTTAGGATCTGAATGGGTGATATATTTGTCCTCAAAACAATTCCATAATAGTGTGGGATTAAATATTAAAAATAATTCAACAATAATAAATTGCAGGATATTTAATAATCAATTGAGTTTAATTTCTTCAAAAGAATTTGATTTTGGTCTTATAACTGAAATGTTGTTAGACAAGTTTAGGATATTTAAATCGGAAATAAATAACATTAAAGCAAAATATATTTATTTTGATACACAAGAAAAAAATATAATGAAATTATTTTACCAGTACCTGTTTTATAATTTTATTATAAAATATTATTAACCATTATTAAATAAATGAGTCAATTTGATTTAAATAAATTTTTAAGGAATTATAAACCCAAAACAATTGATTTCACTCCTTATTTATCATTAAAAAAATTACAAAATTATAAACGTGTCACCAAAAAAAATATAGAAAACCTTGAACCATACAAAACATATATCAAATATATTCACGTTAATGATATTGAAAGTGATACCAATTATAAAAAACATGTGCATTGCGGAGGAATATTAATTAAAGGAGGATTTTTTGCATCAAATAAATTTTATGAATCGAAAAATAATAATAATTGGACACATTTAATGTTAAAATTTATTCCATATAAAACTATTAAAGAAACTAAGAAAGGTATAGAACTAATTGAGGAGTATGAAACGCATACATTTTATATCAAAATATCCAATTATCATATTTTTTATAAAAGATTTCACAAATAAATTGAAAAATATATATTCTATAATACACAATTATAATATATATATTTAATATTGCTATGCAAAATATGTATCTTTATAAAATTATTTCTAATGTTGAGCTTCAAAATTGGGACACCAATCTCAAAACGGGATTAAATATTCTTGACAAACAATACCATGCCGAAACTAAAAGTAACTATAAAAATTACTTTTCACCGGATTCTTATATTTGTCCTTATGAAGAATTATTTATTATTCCTGTTCATAATATTTTCCATTTTCTAAAATTAAATAGTGTAGCTATTTGTAGAGTATATTTACCTCATTCTGAAGAACTAAAAATATCTCGTGACGATTATTGGGGCCTTACTAGATGGAAAGTTAATAGATATATTTTATCTAAACCCAAAATTATAAACTTGGATATTATTAAAATTTTGTTACAACGAGGAGCAAATTGGAAAAATAATTATGAAAAAATTCTTGATTGGACATTTTTTAACAAACGTGATGATATTACTAAATATATGATGTGTATTGGTAGAATGTATAAGATGGATGCTTTTTCTATTTTAGCTAAAATTTGTCAGACAGGTAATATTAAATTGTTACATTTTTTTGAATATATAATGGGACTTGATGATATTACTAAAAAATATGGAATAATTATTTCCTGTATTTATAAACAAAAAAAATTATTAAATTATTTTTTGGATTTTAAAAATCAATCGCATTATATTTCAAAACCTTATATTTCAGAATGGGAGTATGGTTTTATTTCATGTTTGAGATTTGCCTTAAAATATGCATGTGATAAAAATAATATTAATATGATTAATTTTTTGACCCAGGATTTATCTAATTCTAAATTTCATGTTGAAATGAATAATTTATTAATTTATTCTGCATCTATTGGTAATATGGATATTTTACATTACACTATTGCAATGGGTGCTAATGTTAAAACCAACAATAATAAGCCAATTGGAATGGCATCTAAAAAAGGTCATCTGGATATTGTTAAATTACTTTACAAATTAGGAGCAAATATCGATGGAAATAATAATTATGCTTTCCGAATGGCTTGTAAATATGGTCATGAAGATATTGTTTATTTTATACTCGAAAATATTAATGCAAAAGATAATTATGATATTGCTTTAACAAATGCATGTGAAAATAATCATATAAAAATCGTTGGATTATTATTGGATAATGGTGCCAATATTAAAACAGCCAAAAATTATCCTGTAAGAATAGCAGCTAAAAATGGTTATACTTGTTTATTTAAATATTTAGTATCAAAAGGAGCAAATTTTAAAGATAAAAATCATTATTGTATTAGACAAGCAACAAAAAATAAATATTTTGATATTGTTGATTTTATTGTAAATTACGATAATTAATTCATTTTGGAATATGTTATACTCATTTTTGCTTTGCAAAAATGAATATACATACACAAATGTTTCTAGGCGTAATATTTACAGCAAAGCTATAAATAATACCCTAGAACAATATGATAAAATTGATAAATATTTTAATTTAATAATAAGTTAAAATATTTATAAATAATATGGACGTGACAATAATTACAGGAAATGAATTTTTTCAAACAAAATATGATACTATAAAAGATGTCCCAGGTTTTATAAATAATCTTAATTCTAACAACAATATAATTATATCAATACCAGATAAATATGTCAAACTAATCTTGAATTATTTGAGAGGATATGAAATAGATGAAAGTGGTGATGTTTATCATTATATGCATTTATTAGAAATTGATATTCAAAAGGAAAATCATGTTAAAATTAATATTGGCGGAAAAATTTTTTATTTGGATAAAAATTTTTTGATGTCAAAATTTGAATATTTTGAAAGATTTTTTAAGTATCATAATATTTTAGATCCGGATTATTCTTCAATTGTGATTGATAGATGTTATGACTTATTTAAAAAGGTTATAAATCATACGCAAAATGAGAATGAAATTTATTTGGAAAACGAACCCGAAATAAACATAAACTTGCAAAATGAATTTAATTTTTATGGTAAAAAACCTGCAAAAGTTATTAAAAAATTAATTTATTATGATCGTGTTTGTATTATAAAAAATCCACATGATAATTTTTATTATGTCAATAATCCCATAGATATTTCTCAATACTCATTAAACACTGATGAATATAATGTTTATGATGTTTCAACCATTCATTATAATTACAATGATTACCATAATAATCCTTGGGATACCAAATATAAATATTTTAAATTTTTATTTAAATTAAATAATAGGATAAAAAAATCAGAAATATTTAATTATGTAAAATTATTTAAAAATAATCATGAAATATCATATTGTTATAAATATGATAAAATTAATAATTTATTACTAATCTGGCAACAATTTGATGTTGATATTATTCCATCATTTAAATTACATATAAATAAAACATTAAACATAAATAAATTTTATTTTTTCAAAAAATACTTTCTTGATGAAAAAATAATAATAAAAAATACGCATTATGGAAAAATACAACCGATTTATTTTAAATATCCAATAACTTTTGGATCTGAAAATGAACCTGTTGATATATTAAAAATAAATATAAAAGACTTGATTAAATCTCAATTTTTTAATACTAAAAAAAATAATTACAATATAAAAGATGTTCGAGCTATATTAAACACAACAACAAATTTTATACTTCATTTTAATATAAAATGTAAAAATGCTGAAATAAATTTTATAGAGATAAACAATGAGGAAGAAATAATATTAAGATCTTCTGTTTCAAGATTATTCAAAAGATCTAAAATAAATTATAATATTAATGATTTACATAATAAAAAATTTAATTTTTATCTACACTTAAGTAATTATAATTGGAAGGATAATATTATGATCTATTTCGTGAAACCAGATTTTGGTAAGTTGGTCATAGAAACTCGTTTAGAAATTTTAATACCCAAAATTAATTTTAAATGATAATTAAATTTAATTTGTGGTAAAAACAGGGAACGCATTATCATTATTAAATGACATCATTTTTGATAATAATGCTGTTGTATCTTGTGAAGAATTTTGCGCTGGATTTAATTTTGTAGATGATTTATCTTCAGATTTAAATACATCGGATAATTTCTTTTCAAATGATACATTGTACACATCATTTATAAGATTCAAATTTTCTAAAACATATTCAGGATCATTCTTGTGATTTGCAAAGAATGATATAACTTGGGCAGGTGAATAAGTGTATTCTGGAATATTGTCAAAAACTTCAATATTCACTTCTGTTTTGAAAATCATTTGATAAATATCACGTATTTGTGATCTTGTGCAATAATCAAAACATATTTTTTGATCAATTCTTCCTGGTCTAATGATAGCTTTATCTAAAATTTCAGGTTTATTTGTTGTCATAAACAAAATTCTACCATCATTCGAGTGTAAACCATCAAGTACATTTAATAAACATGATAGTGTTAATTTACTTTTATTTTCTTTATCAATTGGTTTGGATTCTTTATCTTTTAAATCTTGTATTTCTTTTATTAACATATTAATATCTGCGGATTTAACTTGATCTCGGTCATGTACTATATCTGACATACAATCAATATCTTCTATGACTAGAATTGTTTGTTTAAAATCTATTTTATTAAATAATTTAATTAAACAATTATCATCAGGTACATTATTTAACATTAGATAATGTATATGTCGTTTTAAATATAATGAAGCTGCTTTAATTAAACTAGTTTTTCCACATCCAGGTTTACCATAAAGTAGATAACCTCTAGTGTATGATAAACCCCAATCTTGGTACCATTTTTCTGATTCTATAAAATCATCAATATCCCTTTTTATTTTTAACAATAATCCGTCTTGTAAAATTACTGTTTCTAATTTCCTTTTATTATTAGATAAGGATTGTTTCCATTCACCATTTTCATCGTTGATAAAAATATATTGTTCCCAAATATTTTTTTTCATATAATCCATATATTTTTGCATCACATTATCACAAAATTCCTCAAGTATTTTATTATTAGATTTATTATTAATTTCAGTATTTAAAGTAATAACAAAGTTTTCTTTTTTCCTTTCTTTATCACCATAAACTGTTACAATTTGTTTATTAGTTGTAAAATAAATTTTATGATTTTTATACTCGACATATTGTGTAGAATTCAAACTTGGTCTAATGTTTAATTTTGGAATAATTCCAGCTTCAAGTTTCTCTTCGACAGATAATCTTAATACATCATTTAAATTATCTGTTTTGACATTTGTGGAAAGATACCAATCAAGAGCTTTATATAATTCATTAAATTTTTTCTCTTCTGTTATATATTCTATTTGAACTTTTTTTGTTAAACTTTCTACACCATAAAAATATTTCAATATCTTATCTTTAAAAACTAAATATATATTTTTTATTCGTTGTGTTAAATTATCAAAATTTAGTATGTTTTGTAAATTCATCATAAATGTTGCAACAAAAGAATATATAAATACATGCACTATTGAATCTACAATTGGATTACCTGTACTAAGTTTTGAAATTAGACCATATTGTAGCGCTTGTGTATGCGTAAATGCGTTCATAATAAATTATTATGAAACCAATTTTTTATGTTAAAATACGAATTTTAAACCAGTCATTCCATTTGAAAAATTTAGTTCATTTATGGAAATTACCGCAAAATTTATAAAACATCCAGAAATATCATAATCATCGCAAATAACAGATATTTTTTTATTTTCTATTCTGGAAAAATTAATTCCTGTAGGAATATTTTCTTCATCACGAAATATTTTCTTAATGTCTTTTTTGTGTACTAGTTCTTTACACAATGAGATAGCATAATATTTTTTACCAAATATGTTATATTCCAATATTTCTTCACTGTCCAAATGATAAATAATTGGTCTGTTATTATTTAAATATAATTTTATTTGGTTAACTTGTGGTGGATTTAAAAATTTTTCATTATCATATTCAATGGTAAACATTATAACTTTACAAACAAGTTTGAAATTTAATTTCATACGTGATTTATATTTTTTTTGCTGTGACTGAAAAAATATTATTCTTTTTGGTAAATATGAAAATTTATTGGGATTGAATAAATTTTTTGTTTGATAATTAAAGGTTAAATGATTAATATAATCTGAATTATTATATATTTTTATTATGGTTGTCATATATTTTAACTTGTAAAGAGGAAAATTTTTACAAAAAAATAATTGTTTAAGTGGTATAGGAATTATTGTTACATCATTTTCATATGTTATATCCATTCCCAAGTATTTAGACAGCATGATAATATTTTCTAAATTAGTCCTAAGTATAATATATTTACCTATTTCAATTTCGAATTGAATTTCATTAGTCCTATCAAGAAAATCCTCATTATAATTTTTAAATTTAATTTCTAAATTCATTGAAACAAGTTCGGATTTATTTTCAGGATCTGAAAATATTAATTCATATACTTTTTGACAATAAGGAAAATCTATTATATTTGTCTCATATTCCATATCATTTAATAAATCTTCATTTGAATTTTTTAATAAAAATTTTCTCAAATCTTCTTCATAATTTGTGATATTATCTCGTTGTGATTTTGGTACATATTTATGTTTATATACACCATTTGACATTTGCGCAATTGTTTCAGAATCTGATAACATTATATTTTATTATTTTATTGTACGTTTAAATAATATTATGGTTGGAATATATTTTGGATAAAATATCTTGACAATACTTAATGAGCAATAAAATTTATTTTAAAATAACAAATCAGAAAGAAAATCATCATGGATTTCAATACCAGGATGGATTAAATATACTTGATAAAGAATTTGAGCAAACCGGATCATGTGTTCCTGGTGGACTATATTTTACTGATGCGAAAAATATATTTAAATACATAAATTATGGTATATATATTCGTGAAATATACTTACCTATAAATGATCCGTCTTTTAAAATGGTAATGGATCCTCAAGGTGATAAATGGAGAGCAAATAAAATTTATTTAGGCAAACGTTATAAGTTATGTCGCTTAAACACTTTTAAATATATGGATAAAATGGGAGCTGATTTTAGAGTTAATGGTGATGAATTAATATTATGGGCTTCTTTCCATAATTATTTAGGAATTTTAAAATTTTTGGTTAAAAAAGGTTGTGATGTTACTATAAATAATAATTATGCAATTCGTATAGCCGCTGAAAAAGGATATTATGATATGGTTATTTATTTAGTTAAAAATGGAGCAGATATATTTTCAGATCATAATTATGCGATTAGATATGCATCTAGTGGTGGATATTATGATATTGTTAAATATTTGGTGAATTGTGGAGCTAATTTTAAAGATTTTCACAATGATGCTATTAAACTCGCCTCAGCTAATGGACATTATAATATAGTTAAATATTTATTAAGTTGTTATACGAGTTTTCCAAATGATTTTAATGAATGTTTAATTTTGGCAGCAAGACGTGGACATTTAAGTGTTGTACAATTATTTAATGAAAATGATGTTAAAAGTAACAAAGCATTAATACTATCTGCTAAAAATGGACATTATAAAATAGTCAAATACTTTGTAGATTCTGGATATGATATTACTATTGAAAATAATTCCACATTCAAAAATGCTATTATTTTTGGACATTTAGATATTGTAAAATATCTAATTTCGTTGGGAGTTAATGTTACAGAAAATGATAATGAAGCTATTATTCTTGCAAGTTCTTATGGTCATAAAGAAATAGTCGAATATTTAATATTATCTGGTGCTAATTTTAGAGCACAAAATAACAAATCTTTAAAAAAAGCCATGAAATATAATCATAAAGATGTTATGGATTATTTAGTCGGAAAAATAATTGAAGAACAAGATAAATATTGAATAATTTTACTTCTGAACAATATAAAAATAACACAATATTATTTTTATAATCATGAGTTATCATTGTTCGAGTTCACTAATTTTAACAAATAATAATACCAATAACTATTTAGCCACGAATTTAACAAATATTTTTCACAATGCTCAAATGTTTATTAGACAATATTATCAATATTATAAGGTGAATAATTTTTATCAAAAAAGATATCCATTTAAATAAAATTGAACAATTTTATGTATTACTGTTCCATTATAATATAATTTATACTATAATGAATCATCCAAATATATATTCATTGTGTAATGAACTTTTGCAACATATCACATATTTTCTTAATGATAAATGTAAAATGTCGTTTTTTATGACATGTACAGAAATATATAATCTAAGAGAATGTGTAATATATAATAATTGTTATGATTATCATAAAATAAAAAATTTATCGTTTTATCACAAATTTACTTGTGTGAGAAATATTCCTTCGACCAAATTTATAAATAAAAACATGACATATATCTCATTTTTCAGTTGTTTTAATGAAGATGTTGTTGGACATTTACCTGACACATTAACATATTTAAAATTTGGAAATGATTTTAATAAATCATTGTCAAAAAAATTAGATAATGGTGAAATTGAATTAGCACTGGGAAAAAATATTAAACATTTATATTTTGGAGAGAATTTTAATCAGAATGTTTTTGGTTGTTTACCAAATTCTATACAAGACTTATATTTTGGTGATAATTTTGATCAACCATTAAAAACTTATAGAAAAAATAAAGAAGGAATTTCTATTGTTATTACAGCAATTCCTAATAATATCGTAAATTTGTATTTTGGTAAAAATTTTAATCAAGACATTTCAGAATGTATTCCAAATACAGTTAAATATCTAAGATTACCTGAAGATTATCAAGGTGATCTTATGGGTGTTTTACCTATATCAATCAATGAATTAGAAATACCTTGTAAATGTATTGATCAGTATGTCATACCTGAAAAAATAAAATATTTAAAAATAACAAATATTTTTGATAAGGAAAAATTAAAATATTTACCGAGTTCGGTTACAAAATTGTCAATTACTTGATTGGATGGATCAATGAACTTTTTTTAATTGATGAAAAGTTAAAAATATTGTAAAAAGTACAACACAAAATTATCTTTCATCATAAATTTAAATAAATTAATTGTTTAATTATTTAAATAATATTTCTAAATCTGTGATATTGTATAATTATTTTATTTACAATATAAATTATCAAACATTATTTTACTAAAAATATCTTTATTTAAACCCAATTCTTCTAATTTATTAATTATAAATAATTTGTCGTTATTTATTTTTGGGTAATAAGTTGATAAATTTATTTTATGTTTAATTAAAAAATTTAATATATTAATGTCATGTTTTTTTATTAAAATTCCGATACATTCTTCATTCAATTCGTACCCATTCGAAAAAAGTATTTCCAAGATATTAAATTTATTATGAATACATGCTATTACTAAAAGTCTATCAAAATGTGTAAAATCATATTTTATTAATAGATTTATTTTTTCACTTGGATTATAATCAAAGATTTCTATTACAAAATAAGATAGTTGGTTTTTTATTAAATTATTTATTGATATTCCTTTTGATATTATTTGATTGACAATATTATCACTTATATTTTCAATATTTTGACATAAATATTTAACGAGCAGATCTTCATAACCCAACGCATTTGTAAAAAAATCAAAATCCAAAAATATTTGAATTATTTCATTGGAGATAAAATTAGATAAATTGAACCGGTAATTATATTTTAATCCATTTTCTATTAATTCTTTTATGACATATATATTTATTCTTGAAATATAATTGAATACTGGATCTTTTACAAATATTTGATATAATGAGTTTTTTATTGGATTATCCATATCAATAAAACAATTATCATTATTATGATATATATCTATACTAAAATCGAATCCTTTACTTTGAAGAAGTAAAATTAAATCATTTCTTTTTACATGTGCTGAAAGTAAACAAATAGCAAGATCATCTATACAATTAGCGTTTCCAGTTATGAATTGATATATTGAATCTGTGTTAATTATACTTTCATATGCTCTCATAGAAAAATATAAGAGACTTCTGAAACATTTATTTTTACATTGATCAATATATTCATATTCTTTGTTTTCATATAAATATTTGTATATTTTTACCGAATCATAGTTTAAATTTATCGCACTAAATAAATCTTTGTTAAAATATTTATTAATTTCATCAAGTTTATTGTATTCCATAATAATTACGATTAACAACTATTATCTTATATCATTAAATCATAAACAATATAAAAAAGTATCAACTTTATTAATTACACATGAAATATTCACTTATCGCCTCACTATTATTCATAATGATTATTGGCACATTTGCTGGTAATTCCGGTAGTGATCATCACCATGATCATCACCATCATGATAATACTGATACTGTTCTTAATTCTGATGATCATCACGATCATCATCACCATGATCATCATCATCACCATGATCATCACCATCACCATCATCGTGACAATACTGATAATTCTATTCCTGATTGGAAAAAGAATTGTTATCAACCTAAATGTGGAAGAGGACATTTTAGTTTTAAAAATAAAAAACCTCTTTGTATTCCTCCCGCACCACCCGTAAACATGAAAGTTTTTAATAATATTACTAATCATGTTGCTGTTGTTGTAGATTCTACTACCACGAAACCCGGTGAAAGATCTCAACTTGAAGTACAACTTGAATATTCCAACAGAACTTCTATTGGACCGTGGAAAGCGCCCACAAGATTTAGAAATCAAACTGTTTATTATTGTGGTAAACCAGTTCCTCTCAATATTAATATTCATCTTACTCAAAGCAGAGATTACGATAATGGTACTGCTTTCCATGAAATTTTTGAACTTGTTGATAAATCATCTAATATGTTTAGAGATTGGTATGATGAAATGGGACCATCAATTGTATATCGTGGTCTTATGATTAATACTGACGCTAACGGAAATCCTGTTATGACTGGACCTCAACTAGTCCAATATATGGAAGAACAAGGTCTTGATCTGATCTTCCACATGCCTACTTGTCCTAAAGATGCATACTTTTTTAGAAGCGGATATGTTCTAAATGAAGTAGTTCTTCCCTGTTAAATTAAAATAATTATTTTAATAAATATTATAATAATTATTTGACGTTAATTTCACTTTCTGTTAATAAAAAGTTAAATTAAAATATTATTTTACTCCACATATTCCAGAGCAAAATTTTTTATAAAAATTGATAAAAAATAATATTTGTTATATATCCAATTTAACAAATAACAATGGATTTTTTTTCTTCGATGTTAAGTGATTTAAGTAAAAATTTTTATAAAATGACGGAAAATATTAATACACCTGATCAATTTATGATGCATTGTTCATTATATTCATCTGTACTAAATATATACGGTGATAACATTACAAAATCTCATAAGGAAATCAATCATAAATTAATGGAAATTATTGAAAAAGATGATAATTTACTATTCGAACAAATAATATACGATAATAACATTAATGTTAATATTAATTCAAATATAATTTTTAGATATGCTGTTTATTATAAAGCTAAAAAAATTATTGAATATTTGGTCAATAACGGAGTTAAAATAAATACTTATTATAATTTTGCTTTAAAATTTGCATCAGGCAATGATATATCATACTTACAATTTATAATTAATTTGGGAGCCGATATTTTTGTTGATACTTATTTTGTTCTAATAAATGCAATTTGTGAAGGAAAACTTGATAATATCAAATTATTATTAGATTTAGGTTTGGATGTTAATATTAATAATTGTTCTCCTTTAATTTATTCTATTGCGCGAAATAAATATGATATTTTCGAATACTTGATAAATATAGGTGCTGATTTTAAATCTTGTGAAAATGAAATATGGAAAGAATATTGCAATGGTGATTTGAATATTAAATATGTTCAATTATTATTAGAGAAAGGAATTAATGTTTCCAAAATAACCAATCAACAAATAATACAAATTATTTGTAAAAAAGACAGTATTAAAATTTTAGAATTATTAATTAAATATGGTCTTAATTTATCCAGATTAAATAATTATAAACAAGATGATAATTGTAACAAATTGGTTCATATTTTATTAAATGGTGGTCTATCTCAAGATGTCATAAATAATATTTTATACTCTGTCTAAAATTAAAATTTATATATAAGGAAATATACAAATTTTAATATATAATATTCATTATTATTAATGAGTGATAATAGATCATTTAGATGTATTGATACAAGAAATGGTGAGTCATTTGGCCATTATATTTCTCAAACTCCTAAAGCAGCAGCCAGTAAAGCTTTTACACAAATGCTTAGAAATACTGACAATAAAGATAAAAAATATATTATTGTTTTAAGAGAAAGTACTCAAGGAAGTCCAAAAAAAACGTATTTTTATGAAGGTCAAAGAATAGAATTTGATAAACCTCAAAAAATTAAAATTGATCTTGGCAACGGTAATCAAAAAACAATTACCTATAAATATAGAAATATAATAAATAAAATTGAACCATTCGATTTTTAGTATAAAGAATTTATAATAAATAAAATTATATGCCAAGAGTATTTAAATTTGTTGATCCAGAAACTGGATTATGTTATGGAAAATATAATCATTGGAAACCAATTCGTGCAGCTAGTAAAGCTTTTAGTGTATATGTTAAAAAAATTGGTACAATTAATCCCAATACAAAATATAAAATTGTTATTAAAGAATGCACTATAAATAAACCTGAAAAATATTTTTTTTATGAAGCTTGTCGTAAAAATTACCTTAATCCTCAAATTGTTATTATTAATAATAAAACTATAACATATAAATATTATAATATTCTTAGACAAACGCCAGCTTTTAAAATAGCCGAATCTATAAAAAATATTGAATGTATTGAAGATGTTGAAACCATAGAAAAAAATATTGAAAAAAATAATCCTAAATCTTGTATTATTACAATTGAAATATAATATATATATCGTATATAATTTTATGGAATCATATCTTACCATTGAAACAATTTGTACTTATAATAAAAAATGCAAGAGAAATTGTGTTAAAAAAATGGTAAGATATGTTCCTCACTATGATCATAAAGGTAATATTAAAGATGGGAAAAATAAATCTGAAGCCCCAAATGCTACATTTTTAGTTCATACAAACAATATTAGAGTCAATATAACATATACGCAAAAAGATGTTACAAGCGAAATGTGGACAAAATTTATTAATGCAATGAAAGAATGTGATAGTGAAACTATTTATTTTCCAACTAATAAAGGAAATATGAGGATTTGTACTGAATTTGGTACGATAATATTTTCATTAGAATCTTGTTCTATGAATAATACCGGAGAAATTTATATTGAAGTTACTAATGACGAATGTTTAGATGCTTTTATTGAAGCACTAAAAGAAATACAACATTATGAAAAAAATTATAAATTTTATCTTGCTAAAATTTAAATTTATTTATTAAATAAATTTAAATTAATATGAACTTATTTCCCCATTATTAAATTTTAATACTTGATCATAATTTAAATTTTTTGCCTCTTCGCAATGAACAGCAATAATAAGACAAATTTTATTATCACGACAATATTTTATAATATTTTTTACGATATTTACCGCTAAATTACTTTGTAAAGATTTATCTATTTCATCTAGAATAAAAAATTTACTGTTAGATATTATTGCATGATATAATATTTTAGCAATAATAATACGACCTTTTTGACCTCCACTTAGATTAATTGCCAAAGAATTTAAATTTTTTAAATTTAAAAAATCCCCACATTCACTTAATTTTATAACCAACGATAATATATTCATTTCGAATATATTTTCTCCAATAATTATATTTTGGATAGACTCATTCCAATTATTTGGATTTGATTGTTCTGCATAAATTCTATGGGGAATAATAGCCTCAAAACCATACTTATTCATTTTATCATCAATATATATTTCATGGTTGTATTGGTTACTTGGAATAATACCAGACAAAATATCCATAAAACTTGATTTTCCACTACCTGATGGTCCTTCTAAACGTATTATTTTACCACACTCAAAACAAAGTTTATTTCTCAAGTTTATTTCAAAATTTTTATTGTTATCGTATTTGTAATAAAGTTTATGTACAACCACTTTATCAAAATTTTTAATATGTATGATATTTTTCCTTGGATTCTCGCATTTTAATAAGTGTTGTAATTTTCCTGACTCTAATTTTATATCAGTATATTTTTTATAAATATTTTGTGTACTGATTATTCCATTTTTAATGTGTGTAATTAATTGAAAATGAATAAAAATATTTATAATATTATCAGCATATATTATTTTTGCTATTAAATTTATTGTGATGACGAAATTAATCATTAGTTTAATTGATTCAGTATTTTTACTTATTTCATGTTTTTCTTGCGAAATTATGTTATTATATTCATTAATGCAATTATACATTTTTTTGAATATTTTTTCACCTTGTAAATGTATTAAACTATAATACTGGTTTGAAGAATAATACCTGTATTTTTGCCATATTTTGTTATATTTATCAACATTATTAATGTATTCATATTTTGATAATATAAATATTATCGGTAATGTACAAAGATAATATAGTGTTCCTGTAAAATCGAATGAAATATGACCAATAATACATATTATTAAAATAATAATATTGACAATATCAGAGATAATGGTTTCAGAAAAATTTAAAATAGAATAAACAGTTTTATTCTTTATTCTATCAAAATCATTATTTTGTAAAATTTGTCTTTGTTCATTCCACGGAAATTTTTCAATGGAATCATTAACAAATTTTTCTAAGGAATTATGTATTTTAGTCTGAAAAAATATTAATTCCTTTTCCAAGAAAAAATATTTATGTAATGTGCAAATTATTTCAAATAATATGTATAAAACGCATATAATTCCAATAATTTGAGCATCATTTTGTATGACATTATGAGAATAAATATATTTATTCAGAAGAATATTAATATTGTTTATTAACACATTTATTGTAATATGGAAAAATAGTATAGGTTTAATGTTTTCTCTTATGATTTTAAAAATGGAAATCATTTTAGCTGTAAAGCTTATATTGTGAATATGTTAATGATGCACTCATAATATTTAATATTCAATTTTTTAAAAATTTGAATATTTAACAACCTGTATTATTAATATATATCATTATTGATTCAAATGTATTTTTTATTATCTCAAAAATCCAATAGTTATAATATTATTGATGTTAAATATGTATTTAGAAAACTATATTTGAATAATGATTCAGAATTAATACAAGTAGAACCTGATATAAAACATCCAGATTTTATCTTGAAAGAAATGTTTCCAGGTCATTTTATCACAAATTATATAAATACTATAACCAAATATGATAAAAATGATATATCTACAATTAAAATGTTACTTGATCAAAAAATAGAATTTGGGTACAAAAAACTTTATAAATGGGTTTTGCAAAATAATCGAATAGACATTGTCAAATTGTTACATTGTCTTAATAAACCTATGCATAAATATTCATCTTGTAAAAAATTATTTCAATACATCAATAATCCATGTCTTGATTATATTTTGATTAATAATGATTTTTTTAATTTTAATTTAGAACATTTATTATTAGAACTAGTTAATTTATTTGATAAATCGTATAGAATAAATAATGATGCTACAATTATTTTAAAATATATGTTAAATAATGAGATAAATTTTAAATATCAAGATGTATATTTTTGCGCAACAAAGAATGACTATCTTTCTATTATTTTATTAATGCTTGAATATAATATAACTCCTAATAATAATTTAATAATTACTGCTTTAAAATATAATGCGGATGAAATTTTTAAGTGTTTATATCAGTTGGGATTTACTAATGGTATAAACGAAAATATTAAATATTGTTCAAATCCAATAATTATTAAATATTTGATTGAACAAGAAGTTATAAAAGAAAATAATTTAATTGAATTATTAAATCATTCTTGTGTAAATAATAATATACGAATGATAAAATTTTTAATAAAAAATGAAATAAATATTGAAGATATTACCGAACAAACATTAAATAAATCAAAAAATAATTCCAATATCATAAATTTTTTGGTAAAAAAATCCGATAGAATTTGTAATTACTTTATTAAAAATAATCCTGAAATATTATTAGATCTTATGCATCAAAAATATAAACAATCTGTTAAAAAATTAATTACAAATGGGATTGATATTAATTATAATTCTTCACGAACTTTATCATCTGTAATATTAATGAATGATCTTGATATTTTAAACATATTGGTATTTTATGGATTTAATATTCCTCCAATATCAAAAGCTGATTTATCCTGTTTATGTGAATATTGTGATGTTGATTTTTTGGAATATTTTATTAAAAATATTCCAAATCTAGATATTGAATATTGTTTAGAAAAAGCTATTTTTTACGAGAATAAAAAAATAATTAAATATTTGTTGCAAATCGTGGAATATGATAATATTATGGCAAAAATTATAATTAACCATTATTATTGTTGTGGAAAAGTATATTTTTTATCCGATATCAGAAAACCATATATTTGTTCACCTTTACAAGAAACGATTATAGAAATTATTCGTGGAAATACATCAAATGTAAAAAAAATAATATTAGATCATGGTCTAGATCAAAATCTAGAAATAGCTTTTGCTTCATGTATTGGTGAAAATACTGATCTACTTGACTTTTTAATGGATTGTAATGAAGATGATTATAATTATATTAATTGGTTATTTATATTTTCATCAAATAATATGACGACTTTACAGCATTTACTAAAAAAATTAATTTAGAAAATATTACAAGAGGAGCTGAAGCTATGATTTATGCAAATATATGTAAAAATAGTAATGTTATTAATTATCTTAATATGTTAGGTTATACAAGTCCAAATAGAATTATATCAAGAGAAGATTATAAAATAATTAAAAAACTACCTATTATTGAATTTTTGGTAGAAATTGATCAGGACCATGTGTTATATTATTTTAGATATAATTGTCAATATTTGGACTAATTATTTTTTAATTTTACTACTAAAATAATTATTACGATAAGGATAATAATAAATAATATTATTCCTCCAATAATGTACAAAACACGATGTGATGTATTTGTAGTTCCCAAATTATTTACATTTGTTAATGTTTCAATTTGGTTTGTTGCTGAACTTGTTATAGTATTATTTATATTTGATGTCGAAGATGATATTTGTGTATGATTTCCTGTTGGATTATTAGTTGATGTAGTTGTTGTAGTTTGTGAAATACCTGGAATATAATTTACTTGAGTACTGAGACTAATTCCAGATGTATTACAATTTTGAGAACCAGATATATAATCACCACACATATTTGGTTGTGTAAATGTGTTATTATTTTGACAACATTGTGTTATTGCATAACTTAAGGGTCCAGGTAAAAATTTAAATATAGAATTGTTTGTTGTATCAGAAGATTTTGTGACAAGCATTGGTATATTACTGTTAATTTCTAAAACAGCATATCCACCAGTATTTTGATTAATCAAATGAAATTCTTGTGAATAAGTTAATGAATTTATTGAATTATTTGTTGGTAATAATCTCCAATTTGCTCGTGTATCTGTAATATTACCTTGCGCAACAATAGAATTCATATCGTACAAATAATTATTTTGATTAATTTGTTTGAGACGAAATATACTATTTTCAGATATGTCAGAACCATTTGTTTCATTATTTACAGGTTCAATAATATATGGATCACCATCTATAATTGATCCAGGTATTATTAATGGTACATAATTAAAATGATTTTGACCAGTATAATGAGGGATTGATCCATTAAAAATCATTGGATTAGACACAAGCGGAAGCGTAATAAAAATTGTATCTCCATATTTAATAGTTGTCATTATATATTATATAATGATAATTAATCTTACATAGGTTTATTAATAAAAATTGATAAACGAATGCTTAAAAGTATCTCTGGTTTATTGACATATTATCCATACCAATATGGAATATATATATGACTATTTGCGTCCTATTGTTAATACCATTCATTTTTTCATAGAATTTGAAGATGAGGATAATAAATTTTGTATTAACACGTTTGATTTATTAAATATGAAAGCTCCTGATCCTAAAAAAGTTTTAATCATTGATATTAAAAATAATGATCAAATGTTAGGTATTTGTGCTTGGGCACAATATCATGGTTATCAATTTCATGTAACAAAAACCAATATCTTTCACAATCAAGATAAAAATAATAATCATTTTTTTGACGCATGCAGAACTAAAAATTTATCTGGACTTAAAAATGACGAAATAATGTATAATACGGTAATTATAGGTTATCAATTGGCCAAATATATTTCTCTTGAGAATCCTATTATAGATGTTTATCAGGACGATATTGATCTCTTACAAGAAATATCAATCCGTCATATTAAATTGATGACTTTAAAAGATTTTTTAAAAATTTATCAAACACCTAAATGTATTAATATGCACCACTAATTCAAAAAATTGAATAAAATATAATCTTATTCTTTATAGTTATTATATTTATAATAACCATAAACGCACCATATAATTATATTAATATGATTTGTGGAGCTGCATTAATGGATCGTGATAATCGTCTTTGCATTGTCAAAGAAAAAAAATCTGGATTATGGGGATTACCCAAAGGTCGTAAATCATCAGAAGATATTACAGCTTATGCATGTGCTTGTAGAAAAATAAGACAAGAACTATTACTTGATGTAGAAGATGAAGAATTTAATTGCTGTGAAATGCAGGGTATCAAATCTGGAAAATATACTATTTTTATTATGAAAACAGATATTGTTTATACGAAAATTGATACAAGAATTTCTAAAAATTTATCTGAGATTCATTGGATCCCATTAAATTTTATTTTATCAGACTCACTTATCAATCCAAGCAAATATAATAAAATGATGCATATTTTTAGAGATATTTATCTTGAAAAGATTGATTATTTTATTAATGTCATTTTTAGAAATGGTAAGAGATATGAAACTTCTATTGTGAATCAATTAAAAAATTGAAAATAAAATGTTTAAATAAAAACATTTATCCTATTTCTAAATAGGATAAATGCTTAAATGTCAAGCACATCATATAAAACAGTGCTTGGAACAAAATCTGAAACAAGATCAATAGATCAAGTAACTCCTGTTCTAAATGTCAAGTGTATTACACCAGTATACACAAGAAAATCAACTAAAATTGTAAAAAGGTGCGGAATTGCTCTTTTGGATAAGGACGATAATGTTTTAATTGTTAAACAAAATAATTATTTAGGAAAGTGGGGTTTTCCTAAAGGACACATGGAAGAGATAGATGAAGGAAGTCGTTCAAAATGTGCCGTAAGAGAATTTTTTGAAGAAGTTAACATAACTATTAGTTCGCTTGATTGTACTATTTTGCAAGAATGTTGTTACAAATACATTTACGAAAAAAATAATGTAGAAATTACCATTTATGTTCTCAGATCTGAAAAATCGTATATTGATATTGAAATAAAACTTAGTGCAGAATTATCTGGTTTGAAATGGATTCAATACAACGAGTTAAAAAAACAATATGAAAAAAATAGAAATTATTTTAATGTATCAATTTTTACCGTTATGAAAGAGTATATTCATTTTGGAATAGATCGCGCTTTAGAATAACATATTCTAAAATGTATAATTCATTAATTATCGTTTATTATTATAAATAATAATTAATGTGTCCAATTTTCCTTATTAATAATTCCCAAATAAGTTTTTCTTCCCCAAATAACATGAACAAGTACAACCGCAAAAAATAATATTAACAATGAAATAAAAGATCCTATGACTGAAAATTCTAAAATAGTGTTAAAAATTTCCACCTGAAAAAACAAATATTTAATAATCCACATGATATGATATCATGGAAAAATATATAAATTATGGAACTTGTGAATCCAAAAATATATCCAAATAATATTGCGTAAATAATAACAATAGAAGGCATTATTGATATTAATAATAACAATAATGTCGTGTATTTAATATAGTTTTATTTAATCAATTTTTAATAGGCATTCCAAAATTTACCAAGATTAAATAATAAATAAAGACCAGCAAGACCAACTAATATGTAAACAATTCTTTCAAACGTTTCACTTCTAAATGTGGCGTGATTTAATGATGAAACTAAATTATTTGAGGTTAAACCAATCCAACCCCAATTAAGTGCGCCTATAATAACTAATATTATAGAAATAATAAGTAACTTATTTCCCCAATTACCATCCATTGATATTATATATAAGATAGGATGATATTATTTTTATTTTGTAGTATTAAATAAATTTATACCATTTAAATTTATTATACAGAAATTAAAACTATATTTAATTATTAATATTATAGTTTGCTTGATAAAATTGAAAAAATATTATATTATACAATATACCACATTATTTATTATAATAAAAAACAATAATGGGTTATATGCATATAGAATCACTTTATAAATGTCCAGAGTTTTTTCAACTGTTTCCTGAAATATATTGTATGGAAAAAATTCATGGTACTTCGACATGGATTAGATATGAAAGAGGACAAATGTTAAAATTTCATTCAGGTGGAGAATCAGGAGAATCTTTTAAAGCTATTTTTAATGAAGAATTTTTGAAAAATAAATTAGATGAACTTTCGATAAAAAATAATTGGACCATTATTAAAATTCATGGTGAAGGATATGGAGGTCGACAACAAGGTATGAGTAAAACATATGGTGACAAATTGAAATTTATTGTTTTTGATATTTATGTTGAAAGTAACGATAATGGTCCAAAATATTTAAATATTCCAGACGCAGAAAAAATTGCTCAGGATCTCCAATTAGAATTTGTGTATTACGTTCGTGGATTAAATACTCCAGAATGGATAGAAGAGCAATCAAATCAAGAATCTATTCAAGCTATTAGAAATGGTCTTGGATCAGGAAAACCAAGAGAAGGAGTAGTTGTTAGACCTATTATCGAGTCAGTATTTTCGAATGGTCAAAGAGCTATCACAAAACATAAAAATGCAGAATTTTGGGAAATAAAAACCAGACGACCTCTTGGAGAACGATTAAAAGTTGTTGAAGGAATAAATGAAATTGTGGAAGATTGGGTCACCGGTCAACGTTTTAATCATGTTGTTGATCGTGTTTTACAACAAAAAGTAAATAAAGCACTAGAAAAAAGTGATATAAAAATTTTATTGGATTTGATGGTTGAAGATGTTAAACGTGAATCAGAAGGAGAAGTAATTTGGAGTGATAAATTAGTTTCGGCTATAAGAAGAAAGACAGCAATCATATTCAAAAATTATGCTCCTCATTTAAATCTAAAATAAATATTAATTTATAAAAAATTGATAAATTAATATTTAAACCACATTATTTAAATTGGACATACTAAATATTTATTAATATGGAATTTGATATTACTTTGATGGAAAATGATAATGTTGAGGCTATAAAAAAACTTGATTTAAAAAAAATAAATATACCCTTATATACTTTGTGTGCTAAATATGACAGCGTAAAAATTTTAGAACATATTCATAAAAAGAATCCAAACATGAAAAATAATTATTTTGCAAATTCTGATGCAATGTATATAGCTATTAATCATGGTAGCACAAAAGTTTTTAGTTATATTATTGACAATGGTTTTTATTTCTCCTATCAAATAAAAGACATTATTTTGGACAGACATACAAAATTTCCTATTCAAGTAATAGGAAAAAATAAAATAATGCAAATCATAGAAAATAGTGTGCTTATTATTGGTGTTGATAATGTTGTTAATTACAAAGGTGAACAAATTAGCACTTATATCAAGCCTGAAAAAATTTTTGAAGATGAAATACACGAAGACATAAATATTAATGTAAAAATTCCACAATCCATTTCTAAACCTAAATACAGATTAGGAATAAATGCAACACCTATTAGACAAACATCTTTAAAAGAATCATTATCTTACATTCTAGATTGAAAAAAGTTGAAATAATTAGTATATAATGGTTATAATAATATATTATTAAAATAATCATGTCCTCAAATTCATCCATAATGAATAAAAAATCTATAACAATTATCTCATCTAATAATTTAGAAAATAAACCCGATAAATTTTCAAGATATGGTAATAAAGGAATAATTGGATATAAAATTCCAAGAGAAGAGCTTATTGAAGAAGGAAAAGTACCGGAAAATATTATCTCACCTCTTTCTATGGCTGAAAGGATAACATTGGATTATTTATTACATAACCCAAATGTAACCACTGAAGAATTATTATTTTATCAATTATATTCAAGAATTAATCACAATAGATCCAGGGAAAAAAATTGATAATAATACATTCAAATGATTTCATAATTATTATTTTGTAATAGTTATGAAACTTTTTAATTTTAAAAAGAAGAATTTCAATCGTGACTATGATACAATAATTTGGAAATGTATTTGTAAATATAAATATGATGAAAGAATAATTGCAGAAAGATTATTGGATGAAATAAAATTGTTAGAAGAAACAGAAAACAATATACCTGCTATAATATCAACTATGCTTGATGAAACAATCCAAGATATATTATATACACAGATGATAAAACAAGATTTTGAAAAAGGTTTGTTAATGTTAATAAAGATAGATATATCCACACATCTTGACCAAAAAGAAATTATTTCATTAAAAATACGAGAATGTGACAAAAAAATACAATATTTAAATATTAAGAGAGACATATTAAAAGATATATGTCGTTCAATAAAAAATTGATAATTATAATTATTATTATAATTATCGATTATGATTATTAATTATCATATCTATGGACGATAATACCATTATAAATATAAAAACAAAGGAGGGTATTATTCAAACATATTTTCAAACTATTAAATTATGTCAACCTCTCGTTGATAAAATAGAAAATAATGCTATTTTCGTGGATATTGAGTATCGTAAAATGTTGACACTTTTAAATTATTTGAGAGGAGTATTTAAAATGGAAAAATTATTAAGAATCGCATATGATCTTAAAAATATAGGTATTGAAATTGAAATGAATGGTTATGTATTTATTAATGTTGGTGGAAAAATTTTTTGCTTGGAGAAATTAAAATTAGAAAATAAGTTTGATTATTTTGAAATGTTTTTTAGAAGATATGAATCGCTGCATCCTGATTATACTAGTATATTAATTGATAGATGTCCCATTATATTTAAATTGATACTAAATTATCATATATATAAATCCATCAGAATTAAACCGTTATATATTGATGAAGATGAGAAACATTATTGTACGAATAAGTTTTCGATTAAACATATGGATTTTAAACACATTACTCATATTAAATCCAGTTTATCAACGGATATATATAAACTTGACACAAATGAAATTAATGCGGATAATGTTTATATATTTGAAGAATATGATATAAAGAATAATCCGATTATATTTTTTTATACAGAAGATATTGCAGACCTAAATTGTTTAAACAATATTGAAATTATTAATAGTGGTATTAATGTAAATACTAAATTACACATACACAATGAAAATATATATTATGATAAAAAAATAAATCTTTTAATAATAAATGGTAAAAAAATAATTGTTGAAAAAACGTCTAAACTACATCTCTATAATAGACATTTACTTAATTATGGTACATTTAAAGTAATATTACCAAAAGAAATAATTGTGAAAGAGTATAAAGTATCTAATAAATTAGATGTTGGTTCAAGTGAAAATATTGTAACAAAAAAAGTGAATGAATCCAATATTACCATTTTTCCAAATGATATTTGTTCTGTAAATTTTATATTGACAAACATAAAAGTAATATCGGATAAAAAAATTGGTTTTAAAGTTACTGCTGAAATATATTTTAATGAAGAACTTGTTTGTAAATCATTATTAAGTGGTAGAGAATCAATAATTACTGGACTAAGAAATTATTATTATTATAAAATATGTTTGCCATCAAAAAATAAATTTAAAATAATTTTTAAATTTCCGGAAGATATGGAAGACAAAGAAATAATGTTTTTATGTGATTATTCAATCACTGATATCGACAATTAAATATTTTTAATTTAAAAATATTTAATTTCTCAAAAGTTTTTCAATTACATCATCACATTCTTGATCAAGATATTGCAATACTTCATCAAATTGTGTATCTAATCTCTTTGCTTCCATATTCAAATTAATTTTCTCAGCCAATTTTTTCATTAAATTTACATCTTGACTTGCCAATGCATATGTTATACAAATATCTAAATCATGAAAAACATAAAAGTCATTTATTTTTGACATTATGTCTATAATAATTATATTAAAATATAGATTAACTAAAGAATATTATTTTCAATTATTTATAATAAAATTGAAAATTTATTATTTAACGTAATTATTTATATATGAATTATATCAATGGATAAATACACATCTATAACTTTAAAAGATGTTCGCAAAGATAAATCAAAAAGAAATTATATCCTGACAGAATTAGAAAAAATTATAGGAAAAGCTAATAAAAATATAAATGAAGCTACAAATGTTAGAGAATCCATGTGTAAAACTATTGTGGATGTGACTTTAAATTCAGAAATTAATGATGAATATGTTAATGAAGTTAAAAAATTATTTACTGAGGTTGATAAATTAGATAAAACGTTAATTGAATGTAAAAATGTTTTGAATGAAATGCATGATTTAAAAAATAAAATAATTTTAGCCTCTGAAAATTAATTTTCTAGTAGAGCCTTTTTAATTTGTATGGCAGATTCTTTTGGACATAAATTACCAATACCAGTACCTAAACAAGGACATCCAATGATTATTGCTTTATCTAACATTTTAATTTTATTTAAAATTGCGCACATTGCTAAATATACATTATTAGTATTATTAATATCTTTTGGGGTTTTCATGGTAGGTGCAGCAATAATATATGGACATTTTTTATTACCAGTTTCACTCACAATGCATTTTCCAACAGGAACAATATAATGTGTTTTTTTATATTCAATATCGCTGATACCATATTTTTTCTTATTAGAAATTTTCCTTAATTTATCTTCTATATTGGGGAAACATTCAGCATAAACATTATCAATACCACCTGTCATACTTAAATAAGAATTAGCAGGTGATACAGTTACATGTAATAAATTTTTTGCTAATATTTTTTCAAAATCAGAATGAATAAAAAGTAAATTTATGTTACATTTAATATTGGATAATATATTTTGATATTCTTTAATATTTTTTTGATTCAAGTCAAAAAATATAATAGTATGACGTTTCATATATAAATATTATTATCAATAAAAATTGAAATAATAATATTTATATTAGTATATATTGTTTAATCTATAATATAGTCCATATTATAGATTAGGTAATATAATGTGTTCATTCTTATCATATAATCAAAATAACAATGCTGTTTTGAAATATCGTTACAATCTTTTCAAACGAGCAAGAATAGTTAATAATAGCATCAGGAAAAGAAATTCAATGTATCCTAATACCGTTTATCAATATTACAACATGTGTGGATATATAATTTAATAATTTTATTAATTAATAAAATTATTATTCCATTGCAGATAAATTTAAAATAACTTGTTCGAATTCATCAAGTTTAACAAATTCCTCAGCTATTTTTGAATATTCTTCTTTTGTTAGATTTTTGACATCTTTTCCAGCATAAATGTTTAATTTTTTGTGACGAATTATTTTATATAATTCCATACAATCATTTTGCCATTCAGAAATAACTTCAGTGGTCAAATAACAAAGATATGACATCTTTATTGATTAAATAAATAAATGAATTATTTTAATATTTAATTTATCAATTTTTCTTAAAAAATTGACAAATTATTTTTTTTTCGTATCGATCTAAAATAAATACATGACAATTCAATATGAATTATTTTGAAAAGCATATATCTTTAACTGAAAATATGCGAGTAATTTTATTAGATTGGTTAATGGAAGTTACAATAGAATATGATTGTTCTCATACTTGTTATAATTTAAGTGTTGTTTTACTTGATGAATTTTTGTGTCATTCAAATGACATAATAGAGAAAAAATATTTACAAGCGGTTGGAATATCTTGTTTAAATATAGCAAGTAAGATAACCGATACATTATCTCCACACATAGATGAATTTTGTTATATCTCAGCAAATACATACAGTGTTGACACATTAAATTCCTGGGAATTAAAAATACTTGAAACTTTTAATTTTCAATTATATAGAAACACTGCTACACATTATATTAAATTAATATGTTTCGAAAATGAAATAAATATGGAAGATTATTATTTGGCTCGATTTATTATTGCTATTTCTTTAATGAATATTGATTATGCATGTTTTGATCAAGAATTTTTAGCCAAAAGTTCTTTATTGTTATCACAAGCTATTAATCATAAACCAGATACAGTTGAAGAATTAGTTCATAGTGATAAAATATATTATTATTTATTTTACCAGATAATAAAATATCCCCTTGATAAATACGACGGTATTAAATCTTTTGCTGACATATATAAAATATCTGAAGAAAAAATTAAATCAATTAAATCCTTAGTAAAATCAGATTTAATATACACACGAGATTCATATCCGAAATATGTTTTAAATTTAAATCCAATAATTAAATATTCAGAAAATTCTTTCAAAGAACTTCAACATATTAAAAGACTAGGAAGAGGTTCTTATGGAATTGTAGATCATATTGTAATTGATAATAAAAATTTAGCACTGAAAACAATTACTTCAGACAATGGTGAGATAACACAAACCATGTTAAGAGAATTAAATAATTTGTGTTATATGGAAAATGAAAATATTGTCAAAATATATGGATATTATTATAACAGTAGTGGATTATATATTGGTATGGAATTAATGTTTGGTAGTCTTATGGATAAATTGGAAAATAATAAATTATCAGACGCTACTAAATTTAACTATATAATGCAATTATTAAATGGTTTAAAATATATGCACGAAAAAAAAATTATACATCGTGATTTATCTTGTAATAACGTTCTTATTTCAAATAATGATATATTAAAAATATCAGATTTTGGATGTTCAAGACAATTTATTCATTCCAAATCCACCAATAATTTTAGTGAAGGAGTGTGTAGTTTATGGTATAGGCCAATAGATATTGTATTGGGTAAATATCCATATAACGAAAAAATGGATATTTGGTCATGCGGATGTATTATTGGTGCAATTTTACGTGGTGATCATTTATTTAAGAGTAATCATGAAACATCTTTTATGCATGATGTATTTAAAATTCTTGGCACTCCCACGGAAAATTATTATCCACAAGTAATTCTATGGCCTAATTTTCCAAAAAATATATCTATATATCCACGTAAAGGATTTACTGATTTGGACGAAAAATATCCTAATCAAACTAAAATCATATACAAAATGTTATCATACGATCCTGATGAACGTCCGGACATAGGAGAAATATATAACATGTTTGTAAAAAGTTTTTCATTACAAGAAAATTGAAAAATAAATTACATATTTGCTGTATTAATAAATATTATATTAATGGATATTAATAAAAAATATTTTAAAATTATAAAGAAGGATGGGATACATTTTGATCATAAATATGTTGATGGATTGAATGAAATTAATGGTAATTTTAAAGAAGAGGGGAAATGTGTACCTGGAAGATTATATTTTACCACAATTGATCATTTATGGAGATTTTTATATCTGGGTACACAAGTTGTGGAAATTTATTTACCAATAAATGATCCTAAATTTAAAATGATAAAAGTTTCTGAAGGAAAATATGGTGCAAATAAAATTATTCTGGGAAAAAGATATGAATTAAATGATGCTAATACATTTATTTTTTTAGAAGAAAATGGATTCAATATTCAAAAAAATTATGTATTGATTTGGGCTTTAGATAATCAATATATACATATCATAGATTGTATCTTATCTAAATTAAAAATTAATAAATGTCACATTGATATTTTTCTTAAATATTTAGAAAAATATATTTCTTTGGGTTTAAATGAGTTAATTATATTAATTATTTCCAAGATTGATATCTTATTAAAAGAAGAAGAATTTAATAATTTAATTTTATCTACGCTCAATTATAATAAAATCGAATTATTGTCTATATTTAAAAAGTATGTAAAAAACCCACATATATTAACGATATTATTTAATCGCATTGTGGGATTAAATAATTTGAGTATGATAAAAGATTTAATATCAAGTGGTGCTGATTATATTAATAATTTTAATTTTGCTTGTCTTGAATCTATCAGGTCAAATAATTTTGAACAATTAAAATTTTTATTCAGTTTAAAAAAATAAATGAACAACAAATTATAAAATTTTTAAATTATGCTATAACTTATCAAAGAACAGATATAATTGATTATCTTCTTGAATATAATTAATATAAGCATTTGAATATAATTAATATAAGCATTTGATTACAATAAAATTTATTACAATCAAATGTATTACGGATATGTAAATAATTCAAAAATTATAGAATCATTACCAATAGATGAAGTTATTATGCTCCCAGAAGAATGTCAAAAAATTACGGACATTAAAAACATATTTAACATTATCCATGATATTTTTTCTGATAATTGCGTAACAAAAGATAGTTATTTACTTCAATTAAATTTAGCAGAGACGCATCCAAAATTTAAAATGAATAAAATATTTGATAATGATTTGATATCTTATGAAAATTTATCTGATAAAGTATGGGTAGCAAATTATGTTATAGTCAATAAAATATATCCTTTAAAATATTTATCAACATTTATAGATTTAATAGATTTAGGAGCTGATTATAATTCTACAAAATTATTTGATTGGGCTTGTTATAATAATTTTCTTGATTTGGTTAAATATTTACATTCATGTGATGTTAAACCAATTATAGAAATAGGATGTGCCAATGGGTTATATTTGGCTTCTGTAAATAATCATTGTGAAATGGTTACATATTTATTAGAGAATAATAATTATTTTAACTTTGGTATTGAATATGTTCACTATTATTTATGTTCAAGAAATAATATTGAGATGATAAATATAATACATAATTACTACATATCAAATAATATTTTACCCGACCACGAATTATTAAAAATAACTAGTAGTTTATTTTGGGCTTGTATGTGTGGATATACGGATCTTGGAATAAATATTATTAATTTTATGAAAAGATATGACGAAGACTTTAATATTGATTATTCATCATTATTGGAATATACTTGTTGTGGTGGTTCAATAATATTATTGAAAGAAATACTTAAAATTTTTAATCCTAACCAAAAGAATTTAAATAGATGTTTAATATTTGCTATTGAATATTCTCAAATTGACATTATTCATTATTTAATAGATTTGGGTGCTTCTTTAAATGATTCAAATGAATATATACAAAACGTTTGTTCTAGTCATGGAAATATAATGGGTACTGGTAATAAATACCAAACGTTCAAATTTTTAATAGATAATGGTGTAGATATTACATATAATAATAATGCTGCAATATCTTTAGCTGTACAACATAAAAATTTTGATATTGTCAAATTATTATTAGATAAAGGAGTTGATCCATCGTGTCATGATAATTATGTTTTAAAATATGCAGTTTACCATGACAATATTGAAATTGTAAAAAAATTAATACAAATGGAAGTTGATCCTTTTCCTCTTCAAGATTTTTTATTAAATATTTGCTCTCAACAAAATTGTTTCACCACATTAAAATATTTATTGGAACTAGGTTTAGAAGTCAAGGATCAGACTATAATCTATCGAACAATTGAGAGAAATCATAAGGATTGTTTCAAGATACTAATTCAAAATATAAATTATCTTGATTATGACGAAATATTAAAACTATGTATAAAATATAACTGTTTGCAATTTATTATCATCTTATTCAAAATATATCATGATATTATTGTTACTGAAGAGATTTTAATTTTTGCATATCAAGATAAATCTTTTGACATTCTTGAATTTTTACTTAACAGACCTATCCATTATGATTCACTTGAACTTATTATTTGTCAAGCCGTTTTAAAAAATCAATTATCATTATCACAAGATTTAATTTCATGTAATAATTTAATGAATAATTTACATTTACTTCATTTTATTATTAATAAAGGAGATACAGAATTAATAAAATATTTAATGGAAAATAATTATGATAAAAATTATAATTCTTGGGCTTTAATTTTTAGTCTTAAAAATTATGAAATTACTCAATTTTTATTGGAAAATTTTAAATTTGACAAAGATGATATTACATACGCAAAAACATGTGCTAAAATTTTAGAAAAATGGTCAGTTTATAAATTATTACAATTATATTGCACAAATTATATTATAGAACTTCCTTCGTCCAAATTACAAGAATATTTAAATGTATATGGTGCGTATGAATATAATTCGGGTTTTGGTAAGTATGAGAAAAAATTATCAAAATTACAATTCGAAAAAATAACTTTAGATTCGAAACCATACGAAAAAAATTGATATTTTAATATATTAATCGTTCTATTGGAGATTATTTTATACTAAGTCAGATAAAGACTATTACATTATAAATGTCAAGTGGAAATTGCACTGTTTGTGGGACTCGTCCTTGTTGGTATGATTCTACTAGAGAATCATATTCTCCCTATTGTTCAAATACTTGCAGAGACAACTCTTATCGTTCCGCTAGAGTATCCACTCGTCCTACTTTAGCATACCAAGGAATGCCAAAGTGCAGAATTTGTGATAACGCTGCTTACTATGATCATAATCGTAGGCAATTTAGTCCTGGTTGCACGCGTACTCATTCGCAATTAGCCATAGGCCAGGGTTTTACTACTCCAATTAATTGAGTTATTTTAATACTATAAATTTTATTTTATAGCATTAAAATGACAATAAATTTTTCTATTTTTTTCTTTAATTTGTCAAAATTATGTAATTGTTTATCACCAAATTGTAATAAAACTAAAGATCCAGAAACAATAGAAGATAAACCTGACATATATATTCATGAAGTTACAGATATTTATCCAGATATTATTGAAACCGTTAAAGTTTTTCCTCAAAATAATCAATTAAATATAAGAACAGATAATAAAATTAATTTAAATGATTATCCAAATAAAATACCACAATTTGAAGGATTTTTCAAAGTATACTTGAATCAATTATCAGAAAAAAATTATCACGAATATTGTTTTACAGATAATGAAGGATATATTTTACAACCAGGTATCAAAAGAGAATATATTAATTAAAAAAATTGAAATTTTAAAGATTAAAATTGTTTATTAATCCTATTTTATTATTATAGCTCCATCATGGAGAAAGTTATTATTATTTATCATGAGCATTTGAATTCTTTTGAAGAATCTGCAGTCAAGATTTTATCCGGGTGGAAATCAGAAAGAAAAAATGGTATTAGATTCAAAATGGATGGCAAAAAAAAATGCAGACTATTTACCACTTGTCAACTTTTGATTCTTGAAGAATTTTATAAAGCCAACAAATATATTTCTATGGATAAAAGTATTCAACTAGCAAGAACATTTGGAGTCACTAGAAAACAAATAAATACGTGGTTCCAAAATAAACGTGCTCATGATAAACGTTTCGAAAGCATGAATAAAAATTGATTATAATATATTAATTAAATTAACATATTATAAAGATTATTAATCATATTCATAATAAATGGAATGTTATTATTGTGAAACTAATAAAAATAATATATGTTTTTATTATTGTCTAAAACCAATTATTTATTTAGAAAGTAAATATTACAATCCACAGATTCATGAGAATTATAAACCAATATGTCAAGATTGCGTTATTGAATTTATTTTAAAGAGACAACAAGGATTTAAAATCTGTAAAGAATGTAAATGTTATTATACAAAAAATCGTTATCCACGAACTTATGAAAATAATTTATGTGATGCTTGTTCTCAAAAAAATAGTGATGAATTAATTAAAGTTAATAATAAACTTGAATGTAGTTTATGTAAAGTGAATATCAGGAAATTAAAATCTGAAAAGAGTGGAAATAGTTGGGCAAGAATTCATGATTCAAAAACTTTTAGTTATGGATTAAGTGGATCATATATATTAACAAGTGGAGAATTTAATACAATCGGATGTATTTGCAATAATTGCTTAAAAAATTATCAATTTGAACCTTATTTATCGGTTGAATGTAATAAATGCAAAAATAAATTTCAATCATGCATTGATGGTTCTATTACGCAAGGATTAGATTGTGCATCAACCGTTTATGATACACATATAGTAGGTCATTATGGAAGTAGAAAATATGATTGCATGTCAGAAAATGATAAAATTTTATTTGTTACAGAAAGACCAAAAAATATTAAATATGGATCCACACTTTGTGATAATTGCATAACTGACTTGATAAAATCTGGTATTTGTTTTCCTCCTGAATCATGGAATGATAATGATGATGAAAAATATTCAAAATATGTATCTTTTACAATCCCTAATCCAATGTATCTAAATAAAAATTGATTAATTTAACTATTGTATAAATAATAAAATTAAATAACAATATCAAAATGTCAAAAACTAATTCAACAGAAGATGATTATTCGAGTGATTCAGAATATGATTCTGGTTCAGTAAATGAATTATCTTCATCCGAAAGTGAAGATGAAGAAGAATTAGAATATGGTAAAATACAATATGAAAATAAAAAGAAACCAAATATTAAACTTGACTCTAATGGTAAAATTTTATCAAAAACATCTGTTGAAAAAATAACTATTGAAATTCCTGTAACGCGTTATTGTGATGTACTTAATTATTGGGAAAATAAATATTTCGAGAAGAATATTAAATTGGGTGATATAGTAACTTATTATGATGGACAAAAACCTGAAGTAATTATAGGATATAGTAAGGACGATTATATTACTCTTCCCACATTCCCAAGATATTTATCGGAAGGGGAAACTATATATGCTAATGAATATTATGCTGATTCATTTGAATATGTTGCTGGTCGCGTTGATATTAAACCCGTTTTGAAATCTATAAGTGAATCAATAGTGAGACAATACGAAAGTTTGGATGATAAAATAAAAAATTGAATTTTGAATAGATAAGAATACTCATAAGATTTATGGTATATTATCAGTCACAAAGACAAAATAAATAGGAATTTACTTAGAATGAGCACAATCACATATGTTCTTAACAATGGTGTTCCTACTTTCCAAAGTGCAGTAGGTCAGAATCTAGTCTTTGGAACTATGACACGCGAACAAGAAATATCGAAGTTTGTGGATAACCAAAGAATCAATATTCGACTTGGGAATCAGCTCATTGGATGGCTCATTTGGGACCACCGTTGCGGTGGCCAAAAAGCTTACTGGAGAGGATACATGATGATTTCACCATCCAAGACTAAAATTTTCGAATTGATTGATGAGTATGACGAATCTGAGAAACTTGGTTTGCCATTGTTTGATTTTGAAAGTAGAGCCGCCAATGGAATCAATATCATTGGATGGGATTATTGTCATGGACAAACAAAGCACTACAATCTGATCGATGCTTGCAATGATATCTGGAAAACTTGGAATTACGTCATGTATGAACTGGACTAATTAACATTTAATTGTTATTTATACTAAAGTATAAATAGCAATTATTTTATAAACATTTTTACTATTTTTGCATAATTCTCATGATCGCAAAAATTATCTTTATATTTTAAGTGCGTATTATCAACTGGACAATAAGAAAAATTATCATATCCACACATTTTTATATATATTTTAAAAATCATATTATCTTTGTCATCAAATAAATTATAATATCTGTGATTTTGATAATCTTTTTGAAAATAATATCCTGTTGGTAATATTAATTTGATGAATGGACATTTATTATTTTTCCAATTAACTTTATGTATTTGTTTTATATTATGATCGTAACTTGTTGGACATAAAAAATATATATTTTCATACATATGTATATTTTCATATTTAATTTTATGTTTTTTTAATATGTTAAATATTTTTGAATTGATAATTGAATTATTTGTATCGATTGGTAATAAATTGTTTGCGATACATTTATTACGATTAATTTCTTCGTGACTGCTATATAAATTACCCATTATTATAATGTAATAAAAAATATTATTATCTGAGCGATTTTAAAAAGTTGAAATAAATAAACATTAATTAATTTAATCATTAAAATAAATCACGGTGAAATGTTTCACTATGTGTTATTAATTAATGATGGTTCTATAAATTCCTGTAAAATTTATCAAGCAAATAATTTAGAAGAATTTTATCATTATATTATTAGTAATCTTGATGAATTTCTTAAATTATTTGAAGTAATATGTGATGTCAAAAGTAAAATATATAAAATATTACCTGCAATAAATAACGCAACGCGTCTTCATGATAAAAATCATTTCAATAAATTTGATAACGTTGTTAAAAAAAATTTAATACTCGATCTTAAAAAAATTCCGGCAAAAATATTCTTTGATAATTTAATCACGTCTGAACATAATAGTACTGGAAATATTATTTTCCAGAAAGTATCTATAAAAAATATTAAAAATATTTCAGATACTATATAAATATTATTTCATTGATATTGATATTAATAAAATAATATGGAACATGTTCGCATTAATATTCCATTTAGAGAAGATTATACTGGTCGTCCAGTATGTTATTCTTTTGAAAATTTTATTGTTTTGAGAACACATCCTTTTTATTGTTGGTCATCAACAAAATATGGTCGAGTCTATAGATATAATATATTAGATAAAGCTACTAAAGCTATACGTAATGATTTTGAAATATATTGTTATGATAATGTAACATTATTATTTAATGAAATATTAAATAATTTTTTGATGGATATTTTAACAAATGAAATTGGTGATGAAAAACTATATGAGTATAAAGGTTTTGATTTTAAATTGGTTAAAACTACAGAATATAATTCAGAAATTTTGGTTGATAAAATAGAAAATGGTGATAATTTATATAATGAAAATAAAGTTATATCTTTTACTGATTTTGAAAGATCTAATAGATGCTTATTATCTTGTATATTACAATGCGGAAATTATGAAACTGAACCTGATGATTTTTATGGATTTATTAGAACAATAAATGGTATATATTTGATAATTGGTAATTTTTCTAATTTTTGTGGATTTGATGATGATGATGACGATAACAATGAAAATTTAGGAAATATAAATGTAATAGATCAAGTTAAATGTAATTCTCCTGAACCTGGAATTATTGACATATATTATACTCCTATTAAACAAAACTAGGTAATCCAAAATATTTTACTAATACTGTGTCAGCAGATTCAATCGCTCCTTCAACCCATCCTTGTGAATATGAAAAATCACTTCCAACAACATAAACATTTGTATTATTTTCTAAAGGTTGGATTATGGCTGACATTAATCTATCAATATTACTCGGACGCCAAAAATAAGCACCGGCATCCCAATATTTATACATAATTTTATCCACGTGAATTAATCTAGAATCCACTCCAAAAATAACAGAAATTTGTCTAATTAATTCATTGGTCAAATTAATATTAATATCCGGATTTAAAAATTGCGGTTTTTTTTGTATTCCCGTAACAAATTGTGACCAATAATCAGCATCAGAATCATCAGCATATACTAAAATAGTGGGAGGATTATCAGAATACATCCAAACTTGTCTAGCAGGTAAATCAGATACACATCTTCCTTTTATTGAACCATTTTCAGATAATAAATTATATGTATTTTGGTCAACTAACATAAATGCTTTGAATGCACTCCAAGAATTGACACTAGCCATTGCTTCCATTGCACTTGATGTCCATGGAGCATCAATTTGTATAAGTGAGTCTCTTGCTGCTGCTAAAATAACTTGTTTAGTATGTATCATAAAATTTATATTATTTAATGTTTCCACATGACAATAATTTACATTATTTTGTGATGATATTTTTTCAAGACTTGTATTTAATAATAACGTAATATTTGGGTTTAAAATAATTTCTTGTGTCATTTTTCTAATAAATGAATCATAACCACCAACGACAAAATGTTGTTGAGTCATACCTGATAAAGATAAATTTTCACGAATTCCGGTAGAAGCAGCTATTGGAACATCAAACGAAAAATTATATCCACTGAAGTCACGATAAGCTTCCATAGCACCATCAGAAACATTATTATTTCTTAACATATTCACGAATGTTGTATTATTTAAATAATTGGAATGATACATTGTTCTCCATTGTGAATGGAAATATGGAGCTGATTTTTCAGCTGCTGTTAAAATAATATCATTTATAGATACATTAAATTCATTTGGAGGTAATTGATACGAAGTAATTAATTGTTGTCTATCTAATGTACGACTTGATGAACTATTTAATATATTCAAATTATATCTATGACCCCTTACAAAACCAATATTATTTGGTTCAATATATGGTACCGGAATAGTTTGTATCTTGAGAACATTTAATAATTTTGTTAAATAAATATCTATCCCAGGAAAGGTTCTCATACCACCCATTTCAGCATATATATTTGGATTTCCAAAAGGAATTGATTCAAGTCTTCCACAAATTCTATCAGACTTTTCCACAATAATTATCTTTTTATTTGGATACGCTTGCGATAATCTCCAAGCACTAAAAATTCCACTTGCACCTGCACCAACAATTAATATATCACATGTCAAATTATTATTTATAGTAAAGTATTCATTATTGGTAGCATGATGATGATAAATAAAATATAAACATATAATTATTAATAAAATTATTATAATTATGGTAATTTGTGAATGCATATTATATTATATTAAAAGATTTACATTTTGGAACTAATACAGCAAATATATCTTATTATATTTATTAATAATCCGAATTAATATAATTATATCATATTAATAATATAATTGTATAATGCAACAACAAGCTGTAAAATGGAATGATATTGTGTTTGTTTGTTATCCTATAACTGATGGCGGTGCGGTAATAATTACAGATATAGGTTATTCTGATGATGGATATAACCGTCCGATTGGTGGAAAAGGAACAATAGAAAATGGCGATCCTTATAGAGTAGTTATTCCAGCAGGTTATTCTTATTCTAACACCAATGTACAGAATGGAAATATGATAAGATTGGTTCGCGCTACTGATCCAGGTAATGGATGTTGGTATAATGGGAGTGGTGATGGATGGCTTGAAATAAGAGATAATATTGGACCTGATTGGAGAGCTGATTGGATTGTTCAAATTATTAGTACAACAGGTAATGATAATACATTATATTATGGGCAGCATTTTAGGTTACTTAATCGAGCACAAACAGAAAATCCTACTTTTGAATCACCTTCTACATTCGCGAGTATAGCTCTTTGGGGAGGAAATAATACTAATAATTCAGTATTAATGTTGTTACCAGGTCCTCTGGATAATGCCAAACTACAATGTTGTAGAGATAATCCAATTTTTACCCAACCAGATTATTGTGGAGATTTTCGAGGAACTACTTGTTCTGGACAATGTGATGATATTTTAACAAATTATTGCGCGCAAGTTACAACCTCTGATCCTAAATGTGGATGTTTATTACCTTCTAGTTTTTATTATGGAACATCAGGAATGATTGGACCTCCTGAATGTATTGATGATCGTTGTGTAGGAACAGATTCTTATCGTAAAAGTACTCAATGCCATCCTAATTGTGATATTATAGATTGTAAAATTGATATTAATAATTTTAATGGAACTAATGTTGATAAAATAATATATTATCAAAAATGCGGTAATCAACCAACTCCCAATGGTCCACCTGGGCCAACTCCTAATGGACCTACTCCTAATGGTCCACCTGGACCAATTCCCAATGGTCCACCCGGTCCTGCACCAAGATCATCACGTTTACTTTGGATTATTATAATATCTATTGTGGCTATTATTATTTTATTACTCTTAATATATTTGGGTTATAAATTGATCAAATAAAATTGAAAAAATAATTATAAAGTAATCCTATTTATTTATTAAAAATAGTAATACAACTATGTATTATTTTAATATACAACCAAAAATAAATATACAATTTGTTTCAATTATTAGAAGCGCTAAATTACATTATAATGAAAACTCAATTCTAAGTATAAAACCTAGAATATCGGACAGAATTGTCCTATATCTATTATTTAATATGAATTTTGGGAACGAAATAGTTCATTTTAAGATTTATAAATGCGGACTTATTCGAGTAATAAGCAAAACAATTAATAATTATCTTGAGTTACTTTTAAAAATAATCCAAATACTTAATTTAGGTAATATTGGCGAATGTTATACAATTAGATGTAATAAACGTTTTTTAAATAACATAGGAAAACTTGAGGACGAAGAAATAGAATTACCGCCATTATATTATAATGTATCAGATACTACTGATTAAATTCATTCTATGAATTCAAAAATTTGAATTTATAATATGTTTTTATTTTATTAATTCCATTAAAATTTAAATGCAATATCCAAATGATTTTGAATATTTTGAAGATGTTGAAAAAATGTCGATTGGTATTTTATCTGATAAAAAATTACGAAATATACGTCCAGCTATAAAAAAAATAATAGATTCATTTCAAATAAATAGAATTGATAATGATTTAAATTATGATGAAAAATTTTATCTTTTGCTAAAATGTATTAGAAATAAATCATTAAATTATTTTATGCAATTTGCCATAATATTTAATGAAATAGATTTATCTGACGAAGAAAATTTATTATTAAACACTGCATGCGGTCATGAAATGTATGATGTTGTAAAATATTTAATAGAAAATGGTGCATCAGTAACCTATAATAATAATAAAGCTATAAAAATTGCAGCTTGTTATAATAATAATACAAATATAATTAGATATTTAATTGATTCAGGTGCAGATCCACATATTGATGAAGAATATCCTTTATGTATTGCAACTCAAACAGGAAATGTAGAAATTTTTACTTTATTATTAAAATATAATTGTAATATTAATGCTAGAAATAATTATTGTTTAAAAACAAGTGTGTTTAATTATTTTTCTAGAGGATTAATTGATTTATTACTGGAACATGGTGCTAATGTTCATTGTAATAATGAATATGTTTTAAGATATGCAGTTTATATGTGCGATATTTATTTAGTGAATAAATTTTTACAATATGGTGCTAATATTAATAGTATAACCAATGATTGTCTGCTACAAGTAATAAAAAATGGCGATATTCGATTAATAAAATTATTAATTAACCACAATGTTGATTTTAGTCGAGTTAATAATGAAAAAATTAAGGCTAATAAAACAACGGAAAAAATAAATTTGTTAATTAATCAAGGAGTAGACCATAGTGTATTACTTAATTTACTTGTTAAGGATAAAGATATTAATGATGAATTTAATAGTGATTAAATAAAATTGAATAATAATATGAAATATTTAATATCATATCATTAATTCAACTATCCAAAATGTTATATATTAAATCAGTGGATGGGTTAATTTTAACTTATCAAGAAAGTTATCTAAAAAATAACATTTATATTAAAGACACATTTTGGAATATATTATACTCATTTTTGCAAAGCAAAAATGAATATACATACACAAAATGTTTCTAGGCGTAATATTTACAGCTTTGCTGTAAATAATACCCTAGAACATTATTCGAAAAAGTTTTTTTTGGTGGTTTTAAGGAAGAAAATGAATTATTATTAAATTATAATAAGAGTGTTGTCAAATGTATCATACCTTATATTAGAAGTGGTATAATATACTTTCCAAAATTATTAAAACCAGAAAATGGATTATTCTGCAAAAAATTAAATTATAAAATTTATTGGGATGAATTAATAGATATGTTGAATTATATTGCATGTGGTAATAATAATTTATTGTTAATGTCTGAAATTCTAAAAAATGGAGCAATGGATTTATTTGGTAGAAAAATATCTATGTGTGATCAAGGTTTTATTAGTATTAATGATTTATTTTATATTCAACCATATGATGAATATTTATCTAATAAAGCTATGAATAATTTTATAACTGGTATTTTAAATAATGGCGGGTGTGATATTAAAAGAATGATTGATCGTAAATATTGTCCAAATAAAAACACAGACCATAAGGAAATCATTATGATAGCGTTAACCATAGTAAAAAACATTATTTTGACCCATTTAGAATATTATTTAATGAATATTATACTGATCTTAATTTAAAAAATGAATTTAATGATCAGGAACAATATATAAATTATGTTATTAAAAATTATGCATCTTATTATTCATAAAATTGATAAATAAATATTATTATTGTAAAATGATAATATTTATTAAGCAAATATGGGAAATAATCAAACAACATCATTATTAGAAAATACTTGTGTTGAATTCAAAACCAGTGAAAATGAGTTGTTAAAAAATATATTTTCTCAAATAGCAAAAATATCATCCGAATGTAAAATTGAATTCATATCAGGCATAAATAATTTAGATAATAATATTCCAGGATGTATTAGAATTTATGCAGAATCATCAAATAATCATTCATTATTAAAATTTGAGATTAATTCCAATAAACTAGATTTTTTTAAATGTGACAAATTAAAAGTCAGTATCGGAATTAAATTAGAAAATATTTGTCAAGTATTATCAAATATAGACTATTCATTACCAACAATATTTTTTATTAAAAAAAATAGTTTTGGCTCGATTTATATTAAAAATGGTGAAACTATTCATAAAATCTTAACAATTGATACATTAATAAATACAAATATTCCCATAATAAAATTCCAAAATTTAGCAACATTTAAATCTGAAAGATTTAATGATATTATTGATTCTTTAGGTAATCAGGGAAATATTAATATTAAATGCAAATCAGGAGATGTTTCATTTACTTTAGGTAATGGAGAAAATAAAAGAACAATAACATATTTTGATGCATATAATATTGGTGAATCATGTCAAAATAAATGTAAATGTGAAGATTTGTTATTACTTAAAGATTGTCATAATATTTCAGAAAACTTAATAATATATTTTGGTATTGATCGTATTATTACATTCAGAATAACGACTAAAATTGGAGATATATATATATATATAATAACAATTGGATAAATAAAATTGAATTTTTATTGGTTAAATCTTGATATTGTTCCTTTATTAAAATAATAATGGATCGTATTAAAATTCTAAAATATTTGGTGAAAGATTTTATTACACGATATGAATTTTCCAATCGTGATTATTTTACCAAAACAAATTTAAAATCATTTGAGCACAAAATAGTTTTAAATAATACTTTTAAAAAAAAATATGGAATATGTATGGAACTTAATTATACTTTTTCTCACATTTTAAAAGAACATGGGTTTAAAAATTATTTAGTTAGATGTTATAAACCAAGATCCGGTGGAAGATTTTATGATATATATCATTTGGCAATTATTGTTCAAATCGACGGTAAAAAATATTTTATTGATGTTGGTTTCGGGGAACATTTTATCGAACCTGTAGAATTGAATCCTGAAATTAAAACAGGAAAAATACATATTAAAATGGTATCCAACAATTTAAAAATTTATGATTTATATGTTGACGAAGAATATGTACTCAGAATTATTAATAATCCTATAGAAAATATTGAAGACATTAATGAAAATTACTTAAAATTTTTTAATGCTGGGCCAGAAAGATTTCCTCTTTGTCGTGTTGTGTACGATAGAATTTATGATTCTATTTTAAAAAAATATGTTATTCCTCATGAAAAATCAAATTTGTGATATTTAATAAAAAATTGACAATATTTTATTAAATTACACAAGTGATTTATTGATTATTATAAATATGGATGTTATGAAAATAGATTATGAATTTCAAATTTCTAATAATTTTTTTGATGATACTAATTATGTTATTATGGAAATGATAAAAACAAATTGTCATAATATAGTGTTTGAAGACAATAGAATATATTTAATAGAATATTTAGACGACACATATAATAATGATAATTTAAATAAAACAGAATATAAAGAATATAATGTTGATGATTTTAGTTCAAAAGAAAAATTTTACTTGATAATTATGTTAATAAAAAATAAAAATTCTACGATGATTAATAATATATTAAATCGATACACAGACATTAACATAAGTTATCAAAATAATTTACTATTAAATATGGCTTGTCGTGAAAATCTTTTTCATGTGGTAATAAATTTAATAAATCTTGGTGTTGATGTTACCTCAGATAATAATTCGGCAATAAAAACAGCTGTTATTTTTTGTCAAAATTGGAATATAGGTATTATTGATTTATTAATAAATAATGGTGCCAATATACATGTGGACGATGATTATGTTTTATGTTGCGCAAGTCATAAACCATATTTGTTTAAATATTTAATTGATTTGGGGTATGAATATAACTTATCAACAAGAGATGATTATTGTTTGAGACAATGCATTGAAAATTATTTTAGTAACAAAAATCAATTTTATTGTTCTGAACCATTGAATAATTTATATCATGAGTCTGGAATGATTCATCCTGTTTATAATTACAATAGTTTTATGGAGCCGATGGATGGGAAAATATTAACCAATAATATGGGAGAATATATTATTTATGATACTAATAATAAACAATTTGTAATGAGTGATATTATTAAATACTTGTTAGATTCAGGTGCTAATGTTAATTGTTGTAATGGATATATTATAAATTATGTAGTTGAAAGGGGTGAAATATATTTGGCAAAATTATTAATTAAATATGGAGCAGATTTAAATTTATTAACTAATGATACTTTATCAATTATTATAAGATGTAGAAATTATGAAATGGTGTCATTCTTGAAAGATAACGATATTAATTTCTCCAAATTAAATAGTAGACCAATTAAAAATATTGGATTTAATAAAATGATAAACTTATTAATTGATCAAGGAATGAATTTGGAAAATATAATCGATTTGATTTAATTTATAAATATTATAAATTAAATTAAATTAAACAACAGCATAATGTAATTCATTATATTTTTCATCAAGTTGTTTGATGATATAAATACGTTTACCTGATACTATATGTCTATCATGCATTGGACTTGTGTCATTATCAAATGCCCATAACTTAATGTTATCAAGAATAATGTCTTCTTGATTTTTATTTCTGTAAGCTAACATTATTTGTTCAAAATCATGATGTTGATTTTCCATATTTCTAATAATGTCAGATTTAAGTTGAGATAAATTATCTTCATCAAGTTTACCATTAGTTTCCACAAGAATATCAAGTCTCAATCCAGAATAATTAGATGTGGCAATTTCTTCGTTGTCATCAGCTGGTCTACGATATAATGCAAGATGTTCAACTTCATGGCGTTCTTCTGAAATCAAGTTTTGATGAACTATTTCCACAAATTTACTATCTAAATTGGCACCACCGAAAATAACTCCTTTTCTACCATAAAATAATATCATTCCATAATATTTAAAAAGTTTATTATAAGTGGAGGTATAAAGTAATTTGTCAAAAATAGTAAATAATATATTTTGAGATGTTTCGTCATATGATTGTATCTTTTTTTGAATTTCATACTGATATCTTTCAAGTAATTGTTTAATAAATTCTGGATTAATAATTTCACTTCCATCTTCTTGATCCCATCTAATTTTTAATTCAGCCTGTTGAACTAATGGTGTATTAACAAGATTACCATTTACAATTTCATAATGATGTAAATATTTATCATAAAAAAATGATATTGGTGCTGTTTTAACATTAGTTAATTCCGCAAGAAATTCAGGAATGGTGAGCGCAATATCTATAATAATATTTGGCTCATTTGAAAATCCAAGTTTTGGTCCCATTTCGGTACTTCCATAAATTCCAAATAATTTGTTATAATATTTGTACAGTCGTAGTTTTTCAGATATAGTAGGAGATTCTCCTCCATAAATACAAATACCATATCTTTTTAAATATGTACTTATTTCTTCATCTTGAAGATTTTCCAATAACATTAAATGTAAAATTGGAAGTCCTCCAACAACAAGAGGAGTATTCGCTACAAGTTCTTTTGAATCCAGTGCATCTTTAATAATTTGTATCGTTTTTTCAGGATCAGCATCTGATCTTTCCAATCTATATGATTCAGGTACTAATAATTCTGAAAATTGTCCAGTTGAGGAATCTGAAATGGGAAACATGTTAATATATTTATAAACTCGAGGCATAATGTCTTCACCAGCAACAGCCGCTAAATTTAAATAATAGTTTCTTAAACGCGTAATATCTTCTGCACTAATGGGTATTTCACATGGTATGCCTGATGTGGATCCACTTGTTTTAAGAATTAAATAATCTTCAGGTTCTGTTCCAATCGGAATACGATCACTAATATTAAATGCCATGTGGAAATTTAATTTATTGATTACAGCATTTAATCCGTAAGTTCTTCTAATAGCGTTATATGCACGAATTTTATAAGAATCAAGAGCATATCTTTCTAAGAGCTTTCTTTTAACAAAATTCATTGGCCAAGTATTTTGAAGACCTAAAATAATTTTATAAGCCCATATATTTGTAAAACCAGTTCCTTCAACAGGATAATAATAAGCTCGTTTAATAATATTTGACATAATGTAATATATGGACGGTAAAATGATATGATACCCTATAGTACACATTTCGCGTAATTAATATTAAGTTTTCAATTTTTCTTATACATTGAAATATAAATAATGATTCATATATAATTTATATATGAATACTTGTTTCATTCCTAAAAATTTATTGTCAAGTCAAGAATATTTATCTCCATCTAACAAATATAAATTGACCATTGAAACTTATAAAACTAAACCTGGATGTTGGAATTATACGCGTGGGATAATTTATAAAATAGAATCAGGTGAAATTATTCAAATAATTGATAGAAATTATTCTAATTTTATTTTTAACTTTTTTAACAGATATGATAAAGAATGGTTATTTTGTGGAAAAACCTATTATTCGCAATGTTTTATTAATTTAGAAACTGGTGAATTGTATGATAATTCTGATGAATGTAAACCTAATTCATTATGTTGGACTAATGTTCAAGCTAATCCAACAGGCACATTATTGGCTGTCGAAGGTTGTATTTGGGGAGGTGGTGAATTTGTAACATTTTATGATTTTTCTAATCCCAAAAATGGGTGGAAAGAAATACCATTTATGGAAGATGAAAATTATAGTCTTTGTCTTTATGGTAAATATAATACTAAATGGATAAATAATACACAATTTGAATATACCCATTATAATAAGTGGTCCAATTATTTTCAAAAATTCGTTTTGGATTTATCAGGAGAAGAATATAATAAATCCAAAAATATATCAAATGATGTTGTTGATAAATTTTATTATCGCGTTGTTTTAGAATTAACTAATAAAATAGAATATATAACAAAAGAATCTTGCGAGGAACATAAACAAGAATTTAATTCAAATTAATACGCATATTTTTAACAATATAAATAATCCATAAACTTATAGATTAGTTATAATGCCATTTAAAATATGTACTTATAAATTAGTGAGTAATAAACTAAAAATAAATCCTGATTGTCCAATTGAAAGTAATGGAGTTGAAATTATGAAAGAAAGTTATGAGTATTTAACAAATGCAATAATGAAAATGTTTAATACTATATTGATTTATAAATTACCAGCAGTTACTGAACGTATTGATAAATCGATTAATATGAATTGTATAAATTATATTGGTATATTTGAAACTAATAAAAATAATAATATATTAAAGCGTGTTAATTTGACTCGTAATGATTTTCCAAAATATGTTTTTCCAATGGATGAAAAAATTATAGAAATTTATTTAAAATCATTTGATGATAATATCGCTAATTTATGTTTAAAAATGTTTGGTGACAATCCATATGAATTTATCGTTAACGAACGTTGTAAAATGTACATTAATAAATGTGTGGATGATTTTATGAGGATTGATAATGATGTTGAAAATTTTGAATTCGATTTGGAATATTTTTTAAATTTAATTCCAGGAGTTCATTGTGTTGAATATTATGAACGAATTTTGTCTACTTATGTTATTAATAAGTTAGAAAATGAAATATTAAAATTAGGATATTATTCAAAAATTAGACTTATTGTTGGTCTTGAAGGTATGAGATTATATTTTTCGTATATTATAGAAAAAAAATTAGTTGATAGTCATTTATATATTTTAAACAAGAAATTTGAAACACTTGAAGAAGATGAAAGTCGTCGTTACATTATGAGTAAATACTGCGAACTCAACGGTATTGAAATTTATTCAAGCATATACAAATCATTAAGTCAATTAATACAATAATTTTAAAAATATTTTGTCTGAAAAATGCGTTTAAAATTATTTCGTATAAAAATTATTCCACAATTAGATTTAAGATGTTCTAGGGTATTATTTACAGCAAAGCTGTAAATATTACGCCTAGAAACATTTTGTGTATGTATATTCATTTTTGCTTTGCAAAAATGAGTATAACATATTCCAAAATGTATAATTTTGATCTTGTCTGTGATATAGTATCTGGTAATTCTGAAGTATCTCTAAAAATAATTGATTGGTTTGTGACAAATTATAGTAAAAAACATAATATTATTATTGGTAAAAATTTTAAGGTTCATGAAGAATATCGATTGGAACTTAAATTTCATAGAAAAGAGTATTTTGATATGTATTGTCGTAAACATAAGGGTATTTTTAATGCTGACATTTATAAAGAAATAAATTTATCCATTGGACAAATTAATTTTTTTGGTTGGTGTATAAAAAATGATGTACTAAAATATATAATAAATAATCAATCAAATATTATTCAGGATATGAATTCTTATAAAAATTGATAAGATTTTACCTTGTTGAATAAATTTAAATGATAATATGATTAAGTGTTATTTTAATACTATCTAAACATATTACAATGGATTATATTAATTATCAAGATTATTTCAAAACCAATAAAAATAAATTTAGTAGATTATTATTTTTGGTAGAAAATGAAAAATTTATTCCAGACTTACAAAATGTATTAAAAAATTACATGGAAAAATACAATTCTCATATTCATTTAAAAAATAATAAAGGAAGAAATCTATTATCAGTTGCTTGTAAAAAATCAAATATTTCCAGTTTAGAAACAATTAAATATTTAATTGAAATGGATATTAATATTGATTCACAAGATTTTGACGGTAATACCGCTTTAATGTTATGTGCAAAAAATACTAAAAAGACTAGTAATATTGAAACCGTCAAATTATTAATAAAATTTGGTGCGGATATTAATATGCAAAATATTAATGGAGAAACTGCTTTAATGTTAGCTTCCGAATATTCAAATATGTCAAGTAATTATGATACGGTAAAATATTTAGTGAATAATGGTGCTGATATTAATATTAAAGATAACAATGGATTAACTGCATTAATGAAATCTGCAGGTGATAGTAATACTACAAGTAATCTTGAAATGGTAAAATTACTTATTTATAATGGTGCTGATATTAATATGACAAATAAAAATAATTTTTCGGCACTTGCTATTGCTGCACAATATTCAAAAACTGACAGTAGCTTAAAAACAGTCGAGTTTTTATTAGATTTTGATAGATATAAAAAAATCAGTAAAGAAAATAAATCAAGAGCTCTTCTTTTAGCTATTGAAAATTCTAGCACGACAAGTTGTCCTGAAACTGTTAGATTACTGATAAAAAATGGTGCAAATGTTAATTATTGTTATGGAAAAAATAAAAATTCATTGTTGATGATAGCAGCTAGATATTCAGGAGAAAGTGGATGTGATGAAGTAGTAAAAATATTATTAGAATCTGGTGCAAATGTAAATTATCAAAATAAAAATGGAACTACTGCATTAATGAAATCTTGTAAACATGTTGGTAAAGACAGTACTTTTGAAACAGTCAAATTATTAATAAATAATGGTGCTGATATTAATATAAAAAATAAATATGGATTATCAGCTTTAATAATTACGGTTATGTATTCAAATAGTGAAAGCAGTTTGAACACTATTCGATTATTGATAGAATCAGGAGCTGATATTAATGTACAAAATAATGACGGTGATTCTCTTTTCATTTTAGCATCTAGATATATTTTATTAGATAAATGTAGTATTGAAACTGTTAAATTATTAATAGAATTAGGATGTGATATTAATATGGTAAATAATGATGGATGGAATGCATTAATGAATCTATTTATGAGTGCAGATGAAATTACTAGTAATTTTATTAAAATTGCAAAATTATTATTAGAGTCAGGAATTAAAATAAATCAACAATCAAATGGTGGAAATACTATAGTAATCTTAGCAATTAGTTTCTCTATGGATCCTGAAAACATAGAATTTATTGAATTACTATTAAAATACGATGCGGATGTTAATCTCCAAAATGAAGATAAAAATACCGCATTAATGTTAGCCATAAAAAATAATAAACATGAATATATTAAATTATTATTAGAAAATGGAGCTGATGTTAATCTTCAAAATACTGATGGTAATACTGCTTTATTGTTAGCCATTAAACAAATTAAACCGAATTACGAAATGATAAAATTATTACTAGATCATTATGCTAATCCAAATATCCTTAACAATAAAGGAAAAAATGCTTTATTATTATCTGTAAAAAACGTGGATATTAATATTATAAGATTACTTTTAGAAAGAGGATGTGATTATTATTATGAAGATGACAAAGGTAAAACGTTTATTTCTTATTTAGAACCGAAAAATATTCCTATTTGTTTAAAAGTAATAGAGCAAGTATCTAGATCTAAAAACAATATGAAATTAGTTTTAAAACACATTCCATTAGTAGCTCCACAATATATGTTAAGTCCAACATCAATTAGTACTAAAATTACAAATCTTAAATGGAATTTAGATAAAGGATACATTAACAAAATTATTTCTATTAACAATTTTGAAATATTAGATTATTTAGGAGTGCAAAATTTAAGTGATTTACGAATGAAAATAGATGACCTTATTAAATATTCTTATTAAATAATTAATTATTCCAAAAAAATTGAATTAATATTTGGTTTATAGTATATTGTATAAAAATAAAATAAACAATGCCTTATTATTTATTTTATTATATTGAGTACGGAACAACAAATCATATTGTGTGTCGAGCAAAAAATAAAAAGAAATTGTATGACTTTTTAATAAAAAATCTTGAAAAATTTATTAAAATATTTGAACTTATGACTTGCACAGATTGTCCTTTGTTAAAAAATTTACACTCCATTAAATCAATTGAACCAGATTCAGATCATTTTTCCGAAAAAATAAAAAAATTATTAAAACAAGATCTTAAAAAAATTAATCCTGATGATTTTTTTAATAATTTATATGGAACAGATGATTCTTATAAAATAGAAAATATGACCGAAATAGGTTTTAAAAAACTTGAAAAGGGAGAATTTTATAATATTGATTAAAAGTCATCTTATATAATATTGATTAAAAGTCATCTTATATAATATTGATTAAAAGTCATCTTATATTTATAAGATGACTTTTAGGACCATACTGGACTTGAACCAGTAACCTCTCGCTCTGCAGGCGATTGCTCTACCAATTGAGCTAATGGTCCTTATATGACCTGTATCGGATTCGAACCGATGTCTCCTGTTCCACAGACAGGTATTCTACCAACTAAACTAACAGATCTATAATTATTATTTATACAAAAAAATTTATATTTTGAACGCAAAATATTAAAAATTGAAATATAATACCATTGAAAGATCCATAGATGTTGGCATATAATAACAATAAATATAAAAAAACCAAAAAAAAAAAATGGAATCACAAAAACATACAAGTTGTTTGCGTATCTTTTTTAATAAGATTATTAAATTTATTGATAAATTTAATAATTATATTATTATTGCTTCTGATGATGGAAATACAGTACTTGTAGATTTGTTATATAATGATAATGTAAATAAATCATGTTCAAAGAATAATTTTTTGTAAATATCATAAATATGATGTTTATAAAAAAATTGAAAAATAAAATATATAAAAAAGTAGTGATAATATAAATTTATCAAACCACCACCAATAAAAAAACCATGAAGACCGCATTTATTATTGGATCACTCATTCTATTCCTTTTTGTTTCTTCCTCTCTAGCCAGAAGAGAAAGATCTGGACCTTGTCATAAAAAATTTTATGACACTACCTGTCCCAATGATCCTTATACCTTTGAAGGAATGCTTAGACAAGAACCTATTAAAGGTAGAAATACTGGTTATTTTGTTTGCCAAGCTACTACAGTTGTTCATGATCCAGTAACAACTTCTGTACTAGTTACTCAACCGACAGTGACTTACAATCTCAGTACACTCTATACTGAATCATGTGGTTGTTGGATTACTGAAACTACTATTCCCGGAGGTGAAACATATTATGAATATGGTAATGGTCAACCTGGACAAGCTATGTCTGGATCATGTTTTTATGCCACTTGGCTTGATCTAGCGGGTAACCCAGTAAAAACTGTAGGTTTTGCTCGTAATATTGTTGGTGTCCATAGAGATCTTATTTATGTTGATCGCGAAACTAATCAACTTGTATCTCATCAATCTATTTATCCTCTTGGTCCTGATCAAGTCGGTGATGAATATGTACTTGTCCGTCATTTTGATCCTATTACTGGTGGGATTGATTATATGCAAAATGTTTATTGCACTAAAGTTGCTGATCAATTTTAAATAAATTTATTATTAACTATTAAATAATTAATAATAAATTTTTAATAGATATCTACGAAAATATTATTTGGAATATCTTCTTTGACTTTTTCATAAAATTTTTTATAAAGTTTTAAATAAACAACACTATTGGGTATATTATTTTTTATGGATCGTTTAAACAACCATCCAAAAGTTAAATGTGTTACACTATCAGGTATACATCCTTCTATAGATTGATTAAATAACTCGCCAAATATTAGATGTGTTACACTATTAGGTATACATCCTTTTATTGATTGATTAAAATGTCCTCCAAATTCTAAATACTTAACATTATTAGGTATACATCCTTGGATTAACTGATTAAATTCCCATCCAAATATTAAATGTGTGACACTTGTAGGTATAAAATCTTTTACAAGTTGATTAAAAGAAGGTCTAAAAGTTAAATGTGTGATACCATCTGGAATATTTTTATAATTTCGACAATTAACTATGAATCTAATTCTTCTAAAATTATATTTATAAAGTACATTTTTTATTTCCTCATAATAATATTCTTTACTAAAATAAACGTATTTAGAAATTTTTTGCATTGATTTACATGTAGATAGTAATTGAAGTAAACTTTTATCGTCTTAATAATCAGATATATAAACATACAATTCTATTGGTAATAAATCCATTACTCTTAATAGATAAATAAAGCGTGTCTAAAAAATACTTTTTTCAATTTTTATGGATTTGGTTTAAATAAATAATATGCATATTATTTATTTAAAAATGGAAATAATAACACTTGAAACTTTACCTAATGAATTGGTACAACATATTATTAATAGTTTAGATGATCCAATAAATTTATATTTTACTTGCACTAAATTTCTTTCTTTTATGCCAATGGATATAAATCTAGTATTTTGTTTTGCTTGTGCGCATGGAAATATGCAAGTCATAAAATATTTATTAATAAAAGATCCAGATATAATAAAAAATGATTTTGCCATTAAATGGGCTTGTGAAAGAGGTCAAATAGAAGTAGTAAAATACTTGTTAAATCTTGGTGTAAATATTCATATGGATAAAGATAAATGTTTACAATGGGCAGCTGAATCTGGTCATTTGGAAATGGTTAAATTTTTAGTGGATCAAAAATGTGATATCAAAAAAAATAATAATTACGCTTTTATTAAAGCATGTGAGAAAGGGCGTATTGAGGTGGTCAAATATTTATTTGAACAAGGTGCTAATATTAATGACCAACATTATAATTCTATAATTTTGGCATCTTCTAATGGTCATTTACAAGTTGTGGAATATTTAATAGAAAAAGGAATTTCATTATCATCAGGTAACTTATGTATAAGATTGGCTAAGCAAAATAATCATAAAGATGTAGTTAAATTTTTAATTAAACATGAAACATCAACTATTTATTAATGGTTTAATTTGTTTTGCTAATTTATTTTCCACTTGTATACAGTAACATATATTTGTCTGATTATAATATTGTTTAATGATTTCACAAGATTTCATATTATATATATTAATTAAGTTAGATCCACTTGTTATAAAATATTTAAAATCAGGACTATGATTCATTTTTGAAACTTTCTGGATGGATTTTATTGTATTTGTGGTATTTATTGATTCAATATCAATAAATTTAATATATTCTTCATCAGATATTATAATTATTTTTTCATCTGCTGTAAAAGTTAAATCACCAATATTATTACCTATAGTAATATTATTTGATTCATTAGTTTCTACATTAAATATTTCAATAACATTTTTCGCATAACTAATTAAATATGTATTATTTATTTAATAGTGTATATTTGATGTATGCCAGATATCATGTTTTCTTTGGAAAGTTTTATGGACCGTACCATTATCAACATTGTATATATTTATTGTTCCTAATTTATCATCTAAATCAACAGCTATATATTTAGCATCATTACTAAAACATATATTATATTCATTGTTTCCTTGTAATAAAATTATTTCTTTTTCTTCGACCAAATTTCTAATAATCACAAATATTTTTGATGTATCGTACAAAATATATGCCAAATAATTTTTTTTTTTGGTATATTTTTCTTATACGTTGATTATTACGATAAGAACAAGAATATTCAAATTCGCCACAAATATGTATCATACGATTTTCATCCAAATTATATTTTACAATGGCTGTACCATTGTAAGGTAAAATAATTTCATTATTATCAGAAATACAAAAATTAGAAATAATTTGAGAATGTGAATCATAAACATTTATATTTTTTATCCATTTATTATCTAAATCAGATACAATTATCTGATTATTATTATTTGTAATAATGACATAATCAAAAGATTTCAAGTATATTTTTTTTAAAATGCTTTGTGGAATATTAGTCAAATTATAATTTTTTGGAATATTGTTTACTATTAAATCAATCAAATCATCAGGATTATTATAACAATCCGAAATTTTTATTAAAGAGTCGAAATTATTAAGATCCATAGCCGAGTTACTCATTTTTTGAATATCTGGGTTAATTCCAAAATAATCTAAACACATATATGAATCTAACATAAATTTACATTTATTAATACCTCTTATAATATTTCTAGCTGCACTAATATCAGGAACATTTATTGATATTTGACCTGAAATATTTTCTTCAAAATTTGAACTCAAGAAAGTCTTAAAATATGGTAAATTTATTAAAGAATCTTTTTCAATACACATTTCAAGAGCATCATAATCATCATTTAAAATAATAGTCAAGATATTTTTATCAGCCATTATTTATTTATAATAATTATTTTTTATTTCATGATCATAAAATTGAAAAAAATAATTTATTCATATTAATTTGAGTTTAAATTATTATCAATGTCTGGTTACGATGATAAAACGGAAATTCTAACTGAAAAAGGATGGATTTTCTTAAAAGACTTAACAATAGAACATAGGGTTGCAACATTAATAAATAGTGAAGAACTATTATATGAACATCCATTAATTATAAAGGAACATAATTATTCTGGAAAAATGTATCTTCTTGAAACATCCAATATAAATTTATGTATGACACCAAATAATAATGTTTGGATTTCACATGATAGTGGAATATTCAAATTAATATCTGTTGATAAAATATTTTCTAAACAGGTCAAGTATCAAAAAAATATTATAAAATATTTGGAAAAAAACACAAAAGTATTTTATAAAATACTACTTGAATGTGGAAAAGATAATGATTTATCTAGATTTAAAACAAGTAGAGTACTTGATATAATGGCAAAAACCAGTCAACCTCATTTAATGTATCATAATATTTTGCTTGAATTATCACAAACCGAACAAAAATCAAAAACAGATATTTCAGATCATTTTCAACGTTTAGCGCTGCACGTGGGATTATCCATGAATATAGAAAATATGGAAAATAATATTTCTATCCTCAAAATAATTTCTAAAAATAAGATTATTGTAAATAAAGATTTTCAACAAGATAAATGGATTGATTATTCTGGTAAAATATATACTTGTCAAGTATCAAGTGGAGTTGTTTATTTACGTAGAAATGGAATACCTATATTTTCAGGTGTTGAAATATAATTTTGTTATTAATATTATTTAATTAATATTATTAATAATATGAGTGAAAAAAATCATTTACCCAATGCTTGGATGAAATACGCAAAAAAACACAGTATTTTTATTATCATACCAAAAAACACTTTAATTTATAGAGGAACATCTATTCATTATAATGATAAATTAAAATCTAGTTATGTATTTTTTTCAGATTTTAATACTGCGTGTTGGTATGCTTTTTCTTCGGATTTTCAAAAAGGTGAAATGGGAAAAGTAATTTGCGCTAAATTAAACGAAAATATTATCTTATTTGATGTTGATAATGTTTATACTTTTAAATTTTTTTATAAATATTTTGGGAATGTACCAAAGTACGATAATAATATGGATATTATAAAATATGCATTTGGTTATGATATTAATAAATCTATCACAGAACAAGTTTTAAAACGAGAATCAAATCTTCAAATTGATATACAATTCTGTAATTGGTTAGTGAATTCGACAAAGAAAATTAATATTGATGGTTATGGTTTTTTGGGCACAGAAAATTTCCATAACGAAATTATGATTTATCAAAAAAATATTTCAAAAAAAATAAAAATAATTCCCATCGAATATCGTTTTGTTATTGACTATAAAGAAAATAAGTCAAATAAAAATTTTGTTTTGGAAATTAAAGATGGACAATTGATTCGCTCAATACCAGACAAATCAATAATATTATTTAATGGCACATCTTTATCAATACGTTGGAATCGTCATAGTATGTATAAACCAAATATAAGAAATAAAATGGACTCTTTTTATTTTGAAGATATATATAAATCATATCAAAATGATGAAGATAATATACCTGTATTAAAAATTTATAAAAATATATAATTTATGTTTTTATGATCTTATAATATATTGACATGTATAATACAAGATTAAATGTATTACGTAATAATCGTAGAGGCACAGAAAATATAAAAGGTAACGCTCAAAGTAATTATTATTATTTTGTTGGTCCACAAGGATTAAAAGGAGAAGCTGGTTCCAGAATATTTACCGAACCAGGTTCTCCCTCTCCTAATTTTGGAAGGAATGGGGATATATATATTGATACAACATCTGGTGGACTTTATAATAAAATTGGTGGATTCTGGATTTTACAAAATAATATATTCGGAAATGATGGAGAAAAAGGTGATAAAGGTGAAAGAGGTTCTAATATATTAACTGGTTCCGGATTACCTAGAAATATATTAGGAAACAATGGAGATATATATATTGATAATAATACTGGCGCAGTTTATAGAAAAATAAATAATGTATGGGTATTCCAATATAATACAACAGGAGTAAAAGGCGATAAAGGTGATACAGGTTCACAAGGTGTCCCTGGTCAGAATGGTTCACAAATAATTACGGGTTCAGGAATCCCCGATTCTGGATTAGGAAATAATGGTGATATTTATATTGATACTAGTACCGGCGATTTATATACAAAAATAGATAATATTTGGATATTACAGTCAAATATTAATGGTGATAAAGGTGAATCAGGTTCACAAATAATAACAGGTAATCAACCTCCATCAAATGATATCGGACAAAATGGTGATATTTATATTGATGATAGTACAAATAATTTGTATCAAAAAATAAATAATATTTGGGTACTTCAATCTAATATATCTGGCACAAAAGGAGATAAAGGAGACACTGGTTCACAAATTATAACTGGTGATGGATCTCCAGATCCTGGAACAGGACAAAATGGTGATATTTATATTGATAATAGTACAGGTGATTTATACATAAAAGTAGATAATGTATGGGTATTGCAATCTAATATTGATGGAGAAAAAGGTGATAAAGGTGATATCGGATCGAGAATTATATCAGGTACTGGTATACCTGATCCAACTATAGGAAATAACGGTGATATTTATATTGATGATAGCACTAATAATCTTTATCAAAAATTAGGAGATGTTTGGATATTACAAAGTAATTTATCCGGTGATAAAGGAGATAAAGGTGATATCGGATCAAGAATTATAACAGGTACTGGTGTTCCTAGTCCTGATATAGGAAATAATGGTGATATTTACATTGATAATTCTACAAATAATTTTTACCAAAAAATAGGTGATACATGGGTACTCCAGTCTAATTTAACAGGTACAAAAGGCGATAAAGGTGATTTAGGATCTCAAATATTTACTGGTACAGGTGCACCTCCTCCTGAATTAGGTACAAACAATGATATATATTTAGATACTTCGTCAGGTTATTTATACCAAAATATAGGTGGATTATGGGCTCCACAAATAAATTTAATTGGTCCTAAAGGTGATCTCGGAGATAAAGGCACAAAAGGAGATCTCGGAGAGAAGGGAAATAAAGGTGATATAGGATCACAAATATTTACTGGTACCGGTGCACCAGATCCTACTTTAGGAACAAGTGGTGACGTATATTTAGATAATTCGACAGGTTACTTATATCAAAACTTTGGAGGTTTATGGGCTCCACAAACTAATTTAACAGGTCCTAAAGGTGATATTGGAGATTTAGGAACAAAAGGAGAGAAGGGAGATAAAGGAGACAAAGGTGACAAAGGTGATATTGGAGATTTAGGAACAAAAGGAGAGAAGGGAGATAAAGGAGACAAAGGTGATATTGGATCACAAATATTTACTGGTATTGGTATTCCTAATCCATTTTTAGGAGTAAATGGAGATGTATATTTAAATAATACAACTGGTGATTTATATAGAAAAGCTGGTGGTGTTTGGACACTTCAAACAAATTTAACCGGACCTGAAGGTGATAAAGGAGATTTAGGAACAAAAGGCGATAAAGGAGATTTAGGAACTCCTGGTACACCAGGTCTTGGAGCCATTATTCCTTATTCTTCTGGTTTAACACCAGTGGCATTGGCAACTGTACTTAGCGGTGGAATTGCTACAACTGGTGCTATTTATGATTTTGGTGTAAGCGTTCCCACAGTAGAATTAGTTGGTCTTAACATTGACTTTACTGGTGTTGTTGGTGGAGTTTTACCAAATACCGCATGGACTGTTCCGAGAAGTGCTACTATTACATCAATAGCAACAGCATTCCAAAATACTGCTGATGTTGATTTAACAATTGGTGGAAGTGTATTTATTAGAACACAATTATATCGAGAAACTCCTGCTTTACCAGGAGTATTTATTCCGATACCAGGTACTATTGTAGAAGTTGCATTACCTTCGGCATTAATTTTAATTGGATTTGTAGCAAGAGGTATAACTACTGGTTTGAATATACCAGTGGCAGCTGGGGATCGTTTAATTTTATTTGCCAATACAAGAAGTACTGCACTTATAACAGTTAGTGTTATTGCAGGTTATTTAAGTTCTGGAGTGAGTTTATCATAAAAATTGATAAATTAATATTATAATATGTACATAATTATGGATATATTACAATATCATGGAAAATATTACTTACATTTTAAATGATTTGCTCAATTATAATACTTTTTATGTTATTCCAATAATATCTGTGGCCGTCATTTTTAATTTTATTTTATTTTATGGATTGGGAAAAAGTTATCGTAATGAAAATATTTTTGGTTCTTTAAAAATATATGATTCAAGTCAAGAATTATTATCAGAAATTGTTACAACTGCAAATAATAGTTTTCGTAGATCATCAACATTTCATTTATTTTTTGTTCTGATATTATTTTTATTAACTGTTTATGTTAAACTTTATGATTATTTAATTGTATGTTTATTATGTTTAATTATATTTAGATGGGCACATGTTTTTACTTGTTGGACATATATCTTTTGTAATTCATCAGGGATTCATATACTCGCTTTTATTCTATCATTTGTAACAAGCATGTTTACATTTATTTTTATTTTATTTGATAAAAATATGGATCCAATAAATTATATTTATACCATTATTATAATAATAGGACTTGTTGCGCCATATCTATATGCAAGTCCATTATATTTCGTATCTATGGAAGATGATTATATAATTGTTAAAATGATTTATATTGGTATTGATTTAAATCATAATTTATTTGGTGTGGAAAGTTGTAAAATAGAAATTAATATAGTTAATTATATACCTCACATGATTAATTAATAAAATTGAAAAAAATATTGCAAGAATTGTTCAATATATTTAAACTATATTAATAATGAAGCTTAAATATATTCCAGTTTATAATATTAATGGAACTAATACTGAAATATTATCAGTTCCAGACGATATACCGGTTTATTCTATGTATACTGGAAATATTATAGGTTTTGGTAATATCCCTTGGGGTACGTTAACTGATGCACCTGCTGGTCATAAAAAACATGGGAAGAAATTTTATATCATTGCGTATAATCCAGAATATGATTTGTGGTTAGCTCATAGTAATATACCTGATTTAGTTTAATATGTGTTCCACTCTATTTTTATATTTTTAATAAATTTATGAATATAAAAATAATATATATACTTATAACATAATAATGACTGAAACGAATGACAAAATTGCTAATGAAATTTATGAAGAGATGATAAAAATATCCGGACCACATGCCAATCTTAAAGCGATAACAAAAAAATTAGTTGGTGCAGATATCTATGGTTCGTTTCATTTTCCAAAATTTACAAAACTTAATGCTCAAAGAAATATTTTAGTTAGATATGATGAATTTTTTATTCCAAATGGTTTAAGTAATAAAACTGTTTTTGATTTTGGATCTAATTTGGGTTCATTAAGTTTTGAAGCTGCTAGACGAAATGCTAAATCAGTAATTGGATTTGAATTTTGTGAAAGACGTGTTGATGTTTGTAATAGATTAGCAAAATTTTTGGAAATAGAAAATGTCACCAAATTTATTAAAACTGATATTGACGATGAAACAAAGGATATAGATGCTTTTGTTCAGAAGTATGGAATTGTTGATATTACATTTTGTTGTGCATTAGATGCTTATGTAAATAAAGAAAAATTATATGAACTTGTAAGTAAAACCACAAAAGATATTTGTTATTTTGAAACAAATTCAGGTATTTCTAAAGAAGTTTTTATGGACACGATGCAAAACTTGGGATTTAAACTTGTTGTTCCTCTTGGAACTTCAAAATCAGATTTAGGATACGGACGATTTTCGTATATATTAGTAAAAAATCCAAAAATATTAAGTTCAAGACCCAAACCCAGTGAAAATTATCATTATTTAATTGGTGATCATGTATTTAGTTATTATCATGATGATAAAATATTTAATAGAATCAGTAGTTATTATCCAAGAATAAAAGATATTAAATATGTTCCAAAAATGAAATTTATTAACCAATATATTATTACGACATTTTATAAAATTAGATTAGATTCTTATGATCCTACTATTGAAGAAAGAATAAGTATTAAAAATCAATTAATAGATTTAATTGTTCAATTAAATAATAGAAAATTAGCTCATTGTGACTTACATATTAAGAATTGTTATTTAGATGATGGTATATTAAAAGTTTGTGATTGGGAATATATTCATGATAATGATGTATCCATTGAAAATCATTATGATTTAACAGGTAAAGGTAAAAATATTATTGTTCCTGAAGGTGTTGGAAAAATGAATATTTTTAGTAATTATACGTGTTCTTTTTCTTTCTTTTTTTATGGAGAAATAGATTTACAAGAATTTGTTGATGCATCAAAAAAGTATCATGAAAATATATCTAATCAAGAAAAAATTGATGAATTAAATACAAAATAGTCCATTATCATGGTAGTAAATATTAATGGATACTAATCCAATTAATATTTTTCCTCCTGAAATTCTTAATATTATATTTGAGTATAGTGAAAATTATAATCTTTTGTTTACATCAAAAGATTATTTTTGTCTGCTTAATTTATTAAGTAATAACGATAATATTATTGAACAAGCGATTATTAATGGTCATCTTTACATAATATTTTACATAAATCATTTAAAAAGGAATGATAATGATTTGATTAAAAAATTAATTTCAAAAGTTTGGGGTTACAAAAATATTTTTATTTGGCTTGTAAATTTGGTCATTTAAATATTGTCAAGTATTTTCATAGTCAAGGAGCAAAAATATTGGAAGATAATAATGAAGCTTTAATAGAAGCGTGTTCATATGGTCATAAAGATGTGGTCGAATATTTAATATCTCATGGTGCTAATATTTATGAAAATGATAATTGTCCAATAATAATGGCTTCAAAAAATGGTCACTTGGATATTGTAATTTTAATGATATCAATAAATAATAATTCTGATATTCTGAGCAAAATATTTATTGAAGCAATAGATCATAATCATCTTGAAATAATAAAGTATCTAAAATCTATAGAATTTGATTTGCATATACATGAAGATTATGGTTTTAGAAAATCCGCAGAATCAAATTATTTAGATATGATGAAATATTTAATTTCAGAAGGAGCGAATATAAGAGCATGTCAAAATTATGCCATCACTAAATCTTTTCAAAATGGACATTATGAGACAGTAAAATATTTATTATCTCTTGGAATTGATGTTGTGAAAGAAAATGTTGGTATTAATATCAATTATGCATTAATGAGTGCAATTATAAAATGTGATGTGGATTTAGTCAAATTATTAATATCTATGAGCGTAAATATTGATACTGAACATATTTTGACTTTGGCACAAAAATATAATTCTCAAAAAATTATTGATTTGGTTAAAAATTTATAAAATTGAAAAATAAACTATTACAAATTGTGACATATATATATTCATAAATATATATATGTTTATCATATTATTAATAGATGAAAGTTTACAAGCTACCTGTAGAAATATGGATTCATATTTTAAATTATCTTGATGACCAAAAATAAATTTTTGCTTGACAAATACTAAATTTATAACTTTATTACCATTACTAAATTATAAAAATGATATTGCTGATTATGCGGTAAAAAATGGATATCATGATGCTATAAAATTTATGGTAAAATATTTAGTATCAAATGGTGCAGATTTATCAGTGGATAATTATTATCCACATGAGATCGCTTTACAAAATGGTCATTTAGAGATTGTAAAATATTTGGAAAATAACGAAAAAAATTTTGTTAAAGAAAAAAATATTTTTTAAAAATTTTATGATTGTTTTTTTAATTTAAAAAATAAAATAAAAAAGTTATATATATGTATTATATATTTAATTAAATATTTTTATTTGATGAATAATAAAAATTGAAATAAAAAAATATTAGTTGATATTTATTATTATGGAAAAAAATTAAAGATTAGATATGAATAATCATTTTAATAACAACAAAACTATCTTGGACTCAGTCTTAGAAAATATTAAAAATAATAAAATTCTTCAAATTTTATTAGAAAATAATGCACCACATACACATTTTGGAATATGTTATACTCATTTTTGCTTTGCAAAAATGAATATACATACACAAAATGTTTCTAGGCGTAATATTTACAGCTTTGCTGTAAATAATACCCTAGAACATAGATGGCCTGAATTTATTGTGGAAAATAAAAAAGGAATAAATTTACATGATATAATTATTTCTGTTTATAAATTAAAACGTAGTAAATTTAGTCTAAATGAATATATGTATGAAATTAATGAATTTTATTTATTAAACTATGCTACTGAGCACGAAATAACAATGGTAATAACATTTATATGTGGATTATAGATATTACAAATTTATTGATTCAATAAATTTTTCATATACTTAACAACTCCAGTATTTCCCATTCTTTTAGCTCGAAGCATAATATCTTTTCCATATTTTTCATAATCAGCTCCATACATTATAAATGAGTCAACTATTTCAACCACATAATTATATGAATCTTTGAAATAATAATTAATTTTATTCTCTGGAATTATCTTTTTATCTAGTAATAATTCTATGATTTTTACACAATCGTTTTCTAATATGTTATGTATTCTATATTCGTTAAAATATTTATTAAAATCAATCCCATCACTTATTAATTGTTCTACCAAGTAATCATAATCTTCTAAAATAGCGTGATCAAATAATAATTTTTTAACGCGATCATTATATTCTAAATGAATTAATTTATTTTTGTCATAATGATTTATAAGTTTATCATGCATAACAATTATTTCTTCTAAAACATAATCAAACATATCCAAATTATTCAAATTTGAAATTTCGATTAATGTGGTTATTAAATTAAATTCCATAAGTTCAAATTTATTTATTTCACGTTTTAAATATTTTTTTAAATTTTTTTTGTAACGTTTCAAAAGGAAATCTATTACATCTATGTTTCTTGAACTAGATGCACCTGCTAATGCCAAATTCATATTATTTAAATATCCCACAATATTAGCATCTGAAGTCATAAATATTTTAATGATTTTTTTAATATGTTGAATTGATGTATATTTATAAATATGTTTACATATTTGAACATAAAACGATTTAAATTCTATTTTATCATTTAATAAATCTAAAATTTGTTTACAAATAGGTATTATTTTATTAATAAAATAAATAATATCTTCTTCTTTATTATTTTGTAGAACATATTCTAAGAAATAAAAAATATTTTCTTCAAATTTACATTTATGGTTATCATAATTTGTATTATAACCACCACAATGTAATTCGTTGTCTATTATAAAATGAAAAAATTCAGAAATATACTTTGGCTCAATTTCTATATATCTTGGCTTTAATCTATTTGTATTTTTTATATACTCTAGTTTATTATGATAATTGACATTAATCAATTTATCGTTAATGTTTAGTTTCCATAAATTATCCTTATTTGATAAATAATTTCTTATCATTGGTTCATTGTAATTTGAAATACAAAAACATAAATTTTTCATATAATTTTATAAATTTACATATATTTATAACATGAATAATAGATTAAATTTTTTCTGGAGACCTAGCTGGATAAATGATATTATTATATTTAACTTTTTCGGGAATTACATTTCTAAATGTAATCGAAATTCTAGTTTCGCGAGGAATTTTTTCCCCATTTACTTCATCATATTTTCTTGATGGAATACCATGTTTCCATAAATATCTGGCATCATCTTTTAAAATATATATTGATCTTCTTGGAATGTATATTTTCTTTTTTCTCGTTTTGGTTTATCACGATAAAATTCCATAGTTACTCCTGATCCTAAACTTATTCCAATTATAACATTCTTATAATAATCTTTACGATCAAAATGTGGTCTCAATCCATCACCAGGTTTATATTCATTAATAATTATTTGATCAGGACGTTCATCAATAATTTTATCTTTTACCATTTGATCAATTAATTTATTTAAGAAATCAGGAATAGGATTAGGAATCGGAATTAAATCATATGGTTCAAATAATTCATTTCTATAATTATAATATTGTAATCTTCTTTGATAATCTATAACCCATGGCATTTCATTTATTTTTTTAATAAGTTTATTTTCCATTATTGGTGTGATGTAATCCGTAATGAGAGAAAAACCATTTAAATTTTTGGCTTTTTGAACACGTTTTTTTAACATATTAAAATGCGCATATTTTTATTATAATAAAAATTGAAAAATATTTATTTTTACTAATATTATTTGGATGATTATATATAAACAAATGCATAACATTTTATTTTGTGAACCTAATACTTTTTACTATGATAAACTAAAGAAAAAAGATCTGAATGAATTAGAAACAAGTATTACTATTAATGATGAAATGTATAATTTAATTATTAACGACAAATATAAATCTTTTGTAGATGATAATGGTTATGGTAATGCTTACGTATTTGGAAAATTATATTCCATCAAAACTTATAAATTCGTTCATGGTCACTATAATGATGTGGCACAAACAGGATTTTTAGATTTAGATTTGATGAAAAAAGGTGTGTGGTTTAAAAAAAATGAAAAGGGTGAATACACAGAATGGGATGACCATGATCCAAGTTATGAATGGGATGATAAAAAATCTCATCGAGCAATTAGAAAAGCAAACAGAAGTATTCTCTGGTTCGGTGAAACTATTGGAGGAGATATCGGTGCTAATCTTTATGTTCATAAAACAAAAGGTGTTATTGATAGTATAATAGTAGATATTGGTTTCTTTTTTGGAGATAGTTCGAGTGATGAATCCGAATCCGAATCCGAATCTGAATCTGAATCTGAATCTGAATCCGAATCTGAATCTGAACCTGAATCTGAATCTGAACCTGAATCTGATTAATTAATATATTGATAATATATTAATTAATTTAAATAATAACAAGATTGTTGTGATTGATTAGTGATTTAATCATGCTTGTTTCAGTTCTGTATTTATCCTTTAGAATCCAAATATTTGTGTCATATTTAGACTTGTGAAAATATTGGTTTCTAAATGAAGAATCATTTTTTTGTGAAGGCCATTTAATATCAGTTGATTGCAAGATAAACGCATCAAGTTCACTCCCCGATACATCAATATATTTATGAATAATAATATAAACAGCACCTTTAGGAAGTACATCACGAATTCTTTTTGACCAAGATTCCATATCGGGAATCGCATGGGATCTATTACACTCGGAAATAAATTCAAATTGAATCTTATCGAGAGACATTTTAAGAATAGTATTAAAATTATATTCTAGGGACATTTTATAATTATTTTATTCAAATTTTTTTAATAAAATAATATTAATAACTCACTGGAAGACCTGAAGAATGTGTAGGTCTAATGTATAATCTTGGCGTTCTGCCTTCTCTTTGCATTTTTAGCTCTAATCTTTCACGCGAGACACTAAGTTGATTTTCTTTACTTAAAAAACAACATTCCTGACACACTGTTTGTTTAAATTTTTTTTTAGGCTTAAAATCACAAAAGCATACCTCACATTTTGAATAAATTATATTACCCATTGTTTATTTATAATAAAATCAAAGACGCAAAAATAATGTTATTTTTTTATCAATTTTTTTAAAAAATATTGAATTTATTATTGTCAAGTATATGATGGACATTTATCATGTCAACAATAAAAATGTCTACGACATGGGGTAGAAATCACATGCCTACTTTTTATGATAATATTACAACAGCAGCTATGTTTTTGTTTTGCCCATTTATCATTTTAGGTTTATATATGGTTGTTTATGGACAATATGAAGGTTCATTATCTTATTTATTTTCGGATATTATTTATTTTGACTGGAAATCTATTTGGGATAATGTTCCATCATTTAATCTTTCGGTATTTTATTATTGTATTATTTGGATTTTATTTCAATGGGTATTATCAAAATTACCGGATTTTTTACATATCATAAATCCACATTATATTGGTGGGAAAAGACCGGGTCATATTACGCCAGCGGGTAATCTTGTTAATTATAATATTAATGGATTACAAACATGGATCCTTACACATTTTATTTTCTTTATTGTTTGTTATTATGGTTTTATTAAACCAACAATAATTATGGACTATTGGGGAGAAATTTTCTGGTCTGCTAATATTATAGGTTATTTTGTAACATTTTTGGCATATATTAAAGCAAAAACTTATTCCACACATCCAAAAGATAATAAATGTACTGGTAAATTTTTTTATGATATTGTAATGGGAATTGAATTTAATCCACAAATTCTTGGAACTGATTTAAAATTATTTTTTAATGGAAGACCGGGTATTATAGCTTGGAATTTGATAAATTTATCTTGTGCTGCTAAACAATATGATAATTTTGGATATATATCAAATTCTATGATACTTGTTATCTTTTTACAAATGATTTATATTTTGGATTTCTTTTATAATGAGAATTGGTATGTTCATACAGTTGATATCGCACACGATCATTTTGGTTGGATGTTAGCCTGGGGTGATTGTATATGGTTACCATTTGGTTATACTTTACAAGCTGGTTATTTAATGAATAATCCAGTTGATTTATCATCCGGATACTTTTTAACAGTACTCATTATGGGTATTGTGGGATATATTATATTCAGACTTACTAATTATCAAAAAGACAAGTACCGTCAAAATACTAAAGGAGTAAAATATCTTGAGTGTACATATCAGACGGCTGATGGAAAAATTAGAGAGAGTAAACTTATTTACTCGGGTCTTTGGGGATTAGCTCGTCATATGAATTATACTGGAGATATTATCTTATCCACAGCATATTGTTTGGCCTGTGGATTTGATCACATTATTCCTTATTTTTATTGCATTTATATGACAATATTATTAGTAATTAGATGCTTACGTGATGAGCAAAGATGTTCCAGAAAATATGGTAAGTTTTGGAATTGTTATACTAATATAGTTTCTTATAGATTTATTCCTGGTATTATTTAATAAAAATCATTACAAGTCATTTGTAATGATTTTTGTGGTATTTAATAGTTTTAATAATTATATAAATAAATATAACTATAATATTTTAACTATTATGATACATGCTATGATGGGTGGATTATTAGGTGCTGGGATTGGTAATGTTATTTATCATTATGCAGAAAGTGATACAAGAACTTATTCACATAATGTACCTCATGATTTAATTTTAATCGTATTAGGTTTGTTTACAGGCGCGAGTATTGGATTAGGTATTGATATTGCACTTCTAGCTACTGGATCTTATCTTTGGTTTTTACCAAAATAATTAATTTACTATTTATTTTAAATAATAAATTAATAGTGAGAAATCATTTTCTTAAATGCTTCTGAATTCATAATTGGAGTCGTGTTTTCAATGTGTCTTATTTGAGCGGAAAATCTAACTCGATCAAAGAATTGACAATCTAATAAAAACGCAGGTTTATTATCGAATACTTTAATTACCGAATGATCAATTTTAGAAAAATCTCCTACTATAATACTCCCACTTTTTAATAAAATAGTTTTATCCTCAAGAACAAATTCACAATCTGATCCGATACTAACTGATAATCCCCAATCTACATGTTGATCGCGATGCATTGGCATGATACTGTCTGAATCATACAATTGACCATAAAAAGAATTCGGTTTGAAAGTTTTCACTTTATCATCATCAACCGGGAAATTTAACAAATGAGAATTATTTTTGAGAATGGTCCAAATATTTTCTGCGAATTGATACCATTTATCTGGAACTTCACTATTACTTTCACCAGTATAAACTAATTTATCGTATGCAATTGGGAAAGGTTTATTTTTAGTTGCATCTAAAATTTGTTGATGTTCAATCGAATCTTTGGAAATATTAATCGTGTAATTATAATATTCCACTTGTTCTATCGGAGATAATCCATTATGAATAATCCACGCTCCAGTTTCTTTACAGGGGATAAATTCAACTTGATAAGTTTTTTCTTCGTGATAAATTTGGTGAATATTTTTTTGTGTGGGAATAAATTCAACACTGATATTCTTTTCACACATTGCTGACGGAGAGAAATAATTAATTTTAAGATCTTTAGGATCAATATTAAATCTTTCAAAATTATTCACAATATAAGAAATGGCTGCTTTAACTTCATAAATGGCAAATTGTTTACCTGGACATTCATGAACGCCTTTTCCCCAATTAATAACATGACCAGAATCTTTTGGTTCAGATCTGGGTGGTAAAAACCTAACAGGATCATATTCACTAGGATTTTGATAGACATCACTAGCGATATCAAATTTCATTAAAGCTGGTTCACAAAGTGAAATTGTATCAACATCATTAGAGATATAAAAATCACCAATTCTATTAATTTTCTTTGGTTTTCTAGCAAGAGCAAATACATGCGAGTTTAACCTAGCTGATTCCATTACTACTGAATTTAAAAATGGTGCTTCAAAAAGTGATTTATAATCACCACGTTCTATCATTGGTCCACATTCAGATTTAATTAAGTCCCAGAATTTACCATTCATAGCTAAATCAATTAAACAATTAGTAGCTAATAGACTGGTATTTTCTGAAGATACGTATAATAAACATACGACAATATCACCAATATCTTGATTTGTTAACTTCATTCCAGTGTCAGGATCTACATGATCAACACATTTTCTGAAAAGAAGTGAATCGGATTTTTCTAGATCATCACGATATTTTTGAATTTCAGGATCAAGTAATTTTGTCATTTTCATCCGATATCTTCTAAGCATAAATTTATTGAGAGTAATATTAAGTAGCCAATGTGGTACAAAATAAGTCAATACTACAATTTTATTTAGTAGATCAGTAAATTTTCTTAGCGCATCATAAAATTCTTCATTAATATCCATTGCAATAAAACATCTTGCACTGGTTCTAGAAACAAATTTAATCATTTCAGGAATCATATCTAGTTTTTTACCATTGTGTGATTCTCTCATTACCTTAGTTAGACGTTGTGCTTCATCCATAATTTTTGGTGCGAAATCATCGTATCTGATGGTAATAGTTTTTTTAACCATTTTTATAATAAATTCAAGTGAGTCTGGTTTATCTGAAAAAGCTAATCCAAAAAATAATCTATTCAAAACATCATAAAGAGACATTCCATCTTCTCTTGCTTTAAAGAATTCTCCACTAGTGTCTCTGTCACAAAGAACAACCATATTTGTCCTGAATATTTTAATTTGGAAAACACTTCCATATTTTTGGTAACAATTTTTCATAAACTGTAAAATATCTTTACTAAAAGCAGGTCCATGACCTAAAATAGGTACACTTCCTTCCACAATAGGTACTTTTTTAAGTCCATCAGGAATATTTTCTTGACGTTTAAAAAAGTAGACCAAAGTTAAAAGTACAACAATTCCCAAAAGTATTTCAAGTAACATTTTTATTTTAATAATATCAGTATTGACACAAATGTACGATTCTGATTTTTTTTTCAATTTTTTGGACCACAAAAAAATTGATTAATTTATTTTATTATTTTAAGGATTGATAAATTTTATTATTATTAAAATGTCGTCAACAGAATTATTTTTGAGTAATTATGCAACATATATTGCTGGATTTATTGTACTTTTGATTCTTCCAACAGAAACTAGTAGACTATTTTATCTTCATATGGTATCAATACTAATTGGATTATTTGCTAGTTATCCAATGAAATTTAATATTTTATTAGCAATGTTTCATAGTGCAATACATAATTTGTGGCCTTTCCTTAAAAATACAGGTTATGATAAAGAGGAAACATCTGTACATGATGTATCATGTCATGCTATTATGATGGTTTTATGTTATCATCATATTAATAATGTTGGTGGACATATTATTTTTGAATATAATTTTCATTTGGCGACAACAATATTTATAATTGGTGCTTTAATTAATTGCATAGTTTCTTACCATGTAACAAGTAGTGATAATGAATATATTCATATTGCTTTTGAATATACGACCATATTTCAGGCTATTTCTACAGGTTATTGGGTAGCTACAATGTTGTGGTATCATAATCTTGAACATGTGGAATTTTATGGACATTGGATATTTTGGATTTGTATTATGACTATAAATTGGTTTGTTTACAAATTTATTCCAAGTCTTGTAGGTATTTCCATGAGATATAAATATGTGGAAGCCGTTTTTATACTTTGCACTTGGCATTCTGGGATATTATCTGGATTAACTTTTTAAAATAAAATTGAAAAAAATAGTTTAAATAATATAATAATCAAAATAGACTATTAAGATTATTATATCCAATATCATGGAAATTTTTCGAGCTCTTATTGATCAGGCAGTGAATAGCGTCATATTTAATGAATATTGTGATGGGATTCATGATGAAAATTGTCATGAATTTCATTCTAAATATATAGAAAGTGAAACTCTGGGAGATTATGAAAAAAGTATAATAGGAGATGTTTATAATTATTATCTGAGATGTGTCAATTATATTAAAGATAATTGGTCCAAAGGATATTACAAAAATGTACCAGATATTAATATCATGCAACAAGTAGATCTTTTTCTTGACCATTTTAATAATGGTGATGATTCAGTCATCATTAAGACTATAACTCGAGCACATAAACTACATGATCGAATACTTAGATCTACTGTTCCAGCATATGATTTTGATGGATGTGAATGTAAAGGTTACACACCTGCTTTTACAGGTAAATGTGATTGTGGAAATAGGAGAGTCAAACTATCACATAAAAATGTTAACTGGATAGATAGATTTAGTCTTGATAGTAAAGAAACAGTTAGTGTACCAGTTGGTTACTAAAATTTAATATTATTTTAATTATTTTAAAATAATATTAAATCTTTCTCAAAATTCACATATTGCTTGTGATATATTTATATTATATTTAATGTTACATCAAGTAATATAATCTTTATTTTGATGACAAATAAAATTTGGAAACAATAATAAAATTTATTCATGAATAATTCTTATTATTAAATATATTATTTATTTGTTGGTATTTAATGAGTTTAAATAATTTCTTAAACGTATATCTCCCTTGACTTTAGCGATATTCAATATTCCTTCATCAAATTTTACTCCATTTTCAATCAAATATTTTGTAGTTTCTAAATGATTACCAAAAACTGCTACTGCCAACGCCATACCCTTATTATGATGTTTAGCTGATCCTCGTGTATTTATGTCTGCGCCATTTTTTATTAAAAATTTTGCAATTTTTAAATATCCTCTACTACAAACAGTAATTAAAGCATCATCATTATCCAAACGTATATTCATACCTAAAGACATCAGGTATTTCCAAGTTCTACGTTTAGATAGACAATAAACTTTGCCTAAAGTAATTAGGTTTGCAATATATATTTCTTTTTCAGGATGTTTAATTAAATTGAACGAGGAATTATCAATTGGAAAAATTACTTTGTAAATGATATCACCTCGATCTAAAAATCTACATAAATATTCAACCGGATAAATATGAAGTATATCTTTATCCATAAATAAATCAGTGATATTATTTTGATACTCGGAAATTTTATTTGTAAAATCATATTTTTTTTCAAGAAACGTATTGTGTTCCACAACAATAAAATAATTTTTAGAATTCATGATGTACTTACAAATAATTAATTATTTTATTATTATCCAAGTATCTAGCTTGAAATAGCTATACCAATTAATATAATAAAGGATTGAACTATGAAATAATTTTTCAATTTTTTATTTAATGATTTTTAATGAATGTGAAATATGTTAAATTTTACGTATTAGTATTGGATTACGCTGAAAAAAGTTATTAAGATCAATTATCTTTTAAAAATAAAATTGAAAAATAAACATGAAAGATTATCCATAGATAGTTTTTAATATTAAAAAGAATGACTTCACTTGTGGAAGTTAATACTTTTGAAAATACTAGTGTACAAAATGTTGTGCTTTATTTATTTGTCCAGAGTGGAAATTATATCTTGACTGTGACAGAAAAATCGGGACGAGTAGGATTTCCTGGCGGACGCATTGAAAATAAAGATAATAGTGTCTTCAAAGCCATTAAAAGAGAGTTTAGAGAAGAAACAGGTCACGAAATACCTCATATAACAAATATACGACGTTTTATTTATAAAGATTCTACAGCTATTTATGTAGCTAAAACAAATAGTCAAATACCCACCAATTTAGGACCTAAAACAGATGGTGAAATAATATCCATCCGATTAACAAAAGTTATGGATATTATAAAATCCATAAATGGACAAACTAATTTTAACTTAAGATCATGTGCACGTAAATCCACTTTGCAATTGTTCAATATATTGGGTTATTAAATTAATTTTATGATTCATAAAATTAATTTAATATTGTCCAATCATTTTGAGTTAATTTTTCGAGCCTCATATCAAGACTATTTTCATCTTCCCACTCGGATTTAATTGCAATAGCTTGTTTATTTAAACAACGTTGAACGATATCATCTATTCCCATTTTATATCCATATTTTTCCTCATCTTCATCACAAAAATAATACCATGGTTCAAGTCCCCATGGATCCCAACATAGAGTATTCACATCAACATCTGGTGGAGAGAGATAACAACGTGTTTTCCCACCGGAAAATATATCAAATTCATAAATATCTATGTATGCAATGAAATGATATATTTTATCTTCAAAATTATAATCTATTTCTAATATTTCAGCATCAAAATGTTTAACTAAGTCAGCTTTTAAATTAAGAGCTTTATTAAATGGTATTAAAACATCTATGTCTTTCTCCGGATTAATTTCTTGTTCCCTAATAATACAATCTCTAACAAAACTACCACTCAACATACCTTTATTCTCAAAAATAATTTTAAAAATAGGATCCAATCTTTCCATTAATAAGATTAATAATGAATTTATTTAATAACTTTATTAATTATCAAATTTTTAAATAAAATTGAATAATATTTTATTAATGTTATTATTAAAATTAAATTTAATATTATTAATAGTCCAATATTTTTCACCATAAATGAATAGAAATACTTTGTTTATTCGTGGATCGTGTAAATTAACTTCATATACAACTACACGAATGATGAATAGATCTAAAATATCGATAACAAATCGTTATATTTATTCAAGACATAATTATAATATTAAAAATGAAATACAAGAATCAATATTTAGTTTTATGGATGGGTTTACTGAAGGATGTATTTGGGGAGGTATTGGTATTTTATATTATATTAGCACAGAATAATAAAAAAAATTGAAAAATTAATAGCTAGAACTTCCCATTTATTATGATATATTAGTATATCATAATAAATAGATAGCTTCATAATCAATATGTCTTTCAAGTCTGTTAATTATAATCTTCCCAAGGATAATTCTCTTCGTCCTGTTAATCTTAATCTTCCGAAGACCGATTATTCTAAGCCTAGTTTTACTTATGGAGTATCTGGTGTTGGTGGCAACAACTTTACTTCAATTGGTGGAGGAATTGAAAAAACTTGGGATGTAAGTCCTAAAGTTACTCTAGGAGCTAGTGCTAGTCATTCTAGTACTTTTGTTTCTGGACATCATTTCACTAATAATAATATTGGTGCTAGCTTTTCTTTTAATTTTCTTGGTGGTAATTAATCAAGAGTTTTTAATATAGTTTAATAAATCATTAGATTATCTTAAGCATATCTCATAAAAATTGACATTTTATATCTTTATAATAACATGATTATTAAGATTTATTTTATAAATAATGGTGGATAAAAAAGGAAAAAAATCAACTCATAAATCTGGAAGTAAAAGTAGTAAACCGGTTTATGTAAATGAAAAAATTAAAAAACGCCAAAAACTAAAACAGATTGAGACTGATTCTGATAGTGAAAGTACAGATTTTGAAATAGTATCATATAAACGTTCGAACAAAAAATATGAATCAAGTTCCGAATCAGAATATTTAGATAATTCAGATAATGAAGAAGTTGAAATAGAAACACAACTGGATAAATATGATAATGAAAATGATTTTAGAAATGTTATATTTGAAAATATTAATGATGAATATGCATTAGGAAAATTTGGCGATTTAGAAGTGGTCATGATGAGAGAAAATGGTTATGTAAATGCTACTAATTTATGTAAAAAATGTGGAAAAGATTATAAAAATTGGAAAAGGAATGATTATAGTAAAGAACTTGAACAGGAATTAATTAAGCGAACATATTTACCAAAACATAAGTTAATAATTTCGATAAAAGGTGGATCAAATATAAAAATAAGAGGTACCTATGTACATCCTATTTTATTAACCAGTATTGCTAACTGGATATCACCTCTGTTTGCTGTAAAAATTGGTATTTGGATTGAAGAATGGAAAAAATATTCTTTGAAAAATTCAATTAAATTCCATCAAGCTTTATCTAAACTCATACCAGGGTCAAATAATAATAAGGAGAAACTAATTCAAAAAACTTTACAAAGTGAATTAGGAGGAGAAATTGAAGTCAAAACTAAATATGGATATATTGATTTATTGACTAATGATAAAATTATAGAAATTAAATCATATGACACATGGAAGCATTCTTTAGGTCAAATATTAATATATTCTGACGAATATGAAAATAAAGATAAATGTGTTTATTTATTTGATGTTCCAGAAAATGCAGATACTAAAAATATAAAAAGAATTTTTAATAAATATAATGTTTCGGTAAATTTTATTTATAAATAAAATTGATAATTATATTATCTATATTATGATCATCAATAAATTATTAAAATAATGAGTAAAAAATCGGCAAAAAAATTATCAGGTAGCAAAAACAGTAAACCTATTTATGTAAGTGAGAAAATTAAAAAAGAAAAATCAATAAATCAAAAAATATAGATTTTGAATCTGATTTTTCTGAATCTGAATCAGAAAAAATATCCCACAAATACACCCAGAAAAAAAAATCAAAACAAAAATTTGATTCGTGTTCAGAATCTGATTCAGAAAATAATTTAATTGAGGAATATAACAATGATGATCTTCGTAATATTATATATGAAGATATAAATGACGAATACTCAATTGGAAAATTAGGAGATTTTGATGTCATATTCATGAGAAAATACGGGTATGTGAATGCGACAAATTTATGTAAAAGTGTTAAAAAGAGTTTTATCATTGGAAAGAAAATAAACATACCAAAGAACTTTTTAAAGGGTTAAAAAGTTCCCCCGGAATGTCGAGGGAACCTTTAATTCTTAAGAATATGAAGGGTGAATATATGACAAGAGGTACATATGTGCATCCCGAGTTAATTATTCATGTGGCTTGTTGGTGTTCTATTGAATATGCTTTAAAAGTATCAAAAATTATGATTCAATATCATGCTAAAGAAGAAATCGAAAAAAGAGAAATATTACTCAAAAAGAAAGACGATAAAATCGATAAACTATCCAAAAAGTTAGATACTCTTATTGTCAATAATAAGAAACTTCTTTGTAATAATAAAGAATTACTCCAAAAGAATGAAAAGATGGATAATCGCATTAAACGACTAGTCAAGAAGAATGACGAAATTTATAATATCAATCAAGATATGCTTGGTAAGATTGATGTTATTAGTAATGATCGTGTTGTTAAAGGTAAAACAAGTGATAATCATATGTTTGTCATTGTCAAAAATAATGATGATCCTGACGAATATGAAGATGATGAAGAATTATATGAATATAGTGCTTTTAGATTAATGAAAAAATCTTATAAAATTAGGATGTCTGAACATCTTGAAAGACATCCAAACATGGAAATAATCCTGAAAATTTGCCATAGTCCTAATTCTATGAATCTTTGGAACAGGATTAAAACTAAACTTGGTAAAAAGAAAATAACATATTCAGGTTGTAATTTTAATTTAGAAGATAATTATACCGAAAATAAACTTGTGAGAGATATCAAAAAAATTCATAATGAAAGACTTGATACAGATGATATTTAATTTATTTCAATTGTCAAATTAAAATAAATTAATTCAAATAAGTGTCTGGATCAAGAGCTGGAACATTATAAAATTCTGCTCGAATTTTATCCAGAGTCTTACATCTTTGAAGATATTCATAATTTCCATCATCAGCTATAATAGAACTAAATAATATAGGAGCTTGTGGACCTTTATTTTCTCCTTCTGCTGTAAAATGCATTACCACTTCATTTTTATCAAATTGTGGCCAGAAAGGTACTTCACGAAGATCATCAGGACCATCTTTAGGAATCAATGATCCTGTTCTAATTGCAGCATTCCAATACGTATCCATTTTTTTTCCTAAATTATCTTGTTCACAAGTTAAATTTGTGCACCACAATCCATCACATCGTCTTGCTACATAAAAAACATCAGATTCATGAAATACTTTAGTCCAAGAAGGATAAACTAGTGTGCTAGGTGCACTATCAAAATACCAACCATATGCATTAGTTTTCTTTGATCTTTGCCAATAAATCAAATTTCTGCGAGTATTACATGCCATAACATCATCAACTCGCGACATTAAACCTTGACCAGGATATGTGACATTTGGATTATATTCAGTGGAATATAATGGTGCAAGATTATTATAATAATATTCAGCTGAATAATTACCACTTGTCATAGTTATATAATCAACGGCTTGTTGAGTAGGATATCCTGGTGTATTAGGATTATTATACGTTTGAGGAAAATAATTATAAAACACAAAAGTTCCTTCATTTGCAGCTGAGAAAAATCTATTTAAAACCAACAACAAATGATATTGTTAGATTTAATTATAGTGACTCTCAGCGTATCACTTTAATATTTTAATAATAAATTAAAATATTTGCGGAATTTTTTTAAGAAATCTTGGTTATCGATTCCGGATTATTATTTAATTTTTATAATAATCGAGGATTCCTTACCTAATAAATATTAGGTAATATATTTTTATATCGTATAATTGTTTGTTTTGTATAAAATTTTTTGAACAGTAAATCCTTGCATATAAATATCTGGGACAAAGTTTTTATTTTTTGAACTGGTTCTTTTTGCAAGTAAAGTAATAGGTTGATCAGGTAAAAAAATATTACCTCCAACTGTAGGTTGGAATGATAAATATCCTGGACCAACTGCAGCGGTTATATTTTGCCAAGGAAGTGAGTATAAACATTCTCTTGTAGTACAACCTAATTGTTGTATTAATCTTACATCAGCGCTATTATTTGTTGGTGGTAATATATCACAATAACCACTTGAACCAATTACACGAGTAAATAATTTTTCACCTGGTAAATCATTTAATGGGGTTACCGATTGTAAACAAACACTAATTCCACCGGCAGATTGACCATAAATAGTAACATCGCGAGATTTGCCACCAAAAGCTTCAATATTTTTTTTTACCCACTTTAATCCAAGACGTTGATCTAATAATCCATAAACACCTCTGGCTTCTGGTTGTGAATTACCAAGTAGCACAGAAGAGAAAAATCCAAATGCATTTACACGATAACTGGCAGCCACAATAATAATTCTTTTTGTAACCGCAAGAATACTAAAATTACCCACTCCAAAATCTTCTGGAGAACCAGATATCAGAGCACCGCCATGAATCCAAACTAGAACGGGAAAAGTTTCACCTTTGTATTCAGGAACCGGTGCCCAAACATTTGTGTATAAACAATCTTCTGAAATACCTCTAGGATCAGGAACTGTCCCTGGTGCTACATATTGAGGACATTTGGGTTTATATTCTGTAGCATTTAATGGTTTGGTCCATTTTTGTGTATATGGGACTGGTGCTTTCCAACGTAAATCACCAACAGGAGGTTTTGCAAAAGGTATTCCCTTAAACACTCTAATAGCACGTCCTTCAACATATTGAACTATACCTTTAATAGGACCATTATCAATATTAACTTGAGTATATTCTACAGCTTGTGTACTATAGATACCAAATAATAATAACAATAGTAATGTAATATTTTGGCGCGTCATTTTGTTATATTTTGGTGGTAATGATTATTAATATGAATAATATTTATACCAGTTTATTTTTCAATTTTAAAATTTGATCCAAATATAAAATATGGATATGTCTAAATCATTAAAAATGTGTGAATGTAATGTTAATAATTTAGAAATATTTCAGGGAAATATTTTTCTTGCTGAAGAACAATGGTTATTGCGAAATAATTATTACTTTGGTGATTATATTTATATTGATTGTGATTTTTGCCCAAGCATAAAAGAATATCCTGATATTAGAATATGTCCCTCGTGTAAAAAATATATTTGTTATAGATGTGATAAAAACAGACCTATGTTACCACATGAAGATGATTTAGATATTAATGAATTAATTATTTATTTTATAAGATTTTTAGTAAAAACTAATGAGGATGAATTATATTGAAAAAATTTGAAAATTAAACATGTTGTATTAACCACTATTATTTAGAATGTTAGTAATAATAATGAGTAAATATGAGTGGTCCGCTACTTCTGCTTTTACTAAGTTTTTTAGTGATGCTACTATAACTGTTAATTTCCCTGGTGGATCATTTTCCAGACAAACTCCAGCATGTGATAGAGAAAGACATGCTTATCGCAATTGCGCTAAATGTGGAAGACATTATAATTATCATAAAGGTGGATTTTGTCCTGGATAATTAATAGGATAATAAGATTAATAATAAAAATTGATTATTAATCTTATTATTAAGTTCAATATATTGTCAGATATAATATATCTGCGAAGGATAATATGCAGACCATGAATAGTCATACTTTTTGTAAAGTTTTTTCCACTAATCAACATTCAGATTTGTCCGATAAACCACTAGATGAATTACCACTGACATTTACCAACGTAGAAAATATATTTACTTATTTAGATCAAGGTATTTATTTTTCGATCATAAATATTCCAGATAATGCAGATGTTATTAATGATATTAATGCTATTAAATGGTCTACTAATCGATTTATTATTGGTCAATTTGTAGATCTAAGAAATTTAGAGGTCATAAAACATTTAATTGAATGTGGCGCTAAAATAAATCGTTCTATTAGTGTAAAAATATATTATTGGGCTCTACAAAATAATTGCCAAGATATTGCTTATTATTTCTTGTTAAATTATCTTTCAAATGTATTCTTTAGGAATGTTATGTACGAAAAAGAATAAACTAATATTTATTTTAAACTTTATTTAAAATTTAAACTAAATATTCATATTAATAATGAATAAAAAATATTATTTGATACTTGATAAAAAACATGAATATAATTTTAAAAAATATACACCCGGATTAAATTTTCTTGATCAAAATATGAAAGAAAATGAGTGGTTATTTTTTACCGAAATTAAAACTATTGAAACCCATATTGAATGTTATGGATATTATTTTTGTGAAGTATTTTTGCCTTATGGTAATCCTTTTTTAAAAACAATAAAAAATTATGAAGGACAAATATATGGTGCCAATATGATAATTGTAGGTTCACCAATGAAACTTTCTAAATATAAGACTTGGAAATATATTGTTTCCCTTGGTGTAAAAATAACACCATATATTATTCGTAAATGCATGATTAAAGGATATGATAAAGTTCTTGACTATTTTATTACGGAAAATTTATATTATTATATTAAAGGATATCCTAATCATAAATATATTACATCAACTGTTTGCCAAAATGGATATTTAGATGTGATAATGAAAGATATAGAAGATTTAACATCTAATTATAATGACGTAACCGGAATAACATGCATTGCTGCTGATTTTGGACATTATCATATTATTAAATATTTATTGAGACAAAAAGGTCAATATATTTGGGATCTTAATAGGATAGCTTTATATGCTTGTAAAAATGGTCATTTAGCTATTGTTAAACATCTGGTCAGATTGGGTGTAAACATAAGATTTAGTAATAATATAATGATATATGTTTCTTATAATTGTCAAAAGTATAATGTATTGAAATATTTATTAAAAATAGATAATACCATAATTAATATTATTGACAAAATTGATGATTACCGTTTTAAATTATTTTTAGCGGAAGAAAAAACATTCATTTTTGATGATGGGTATCATCATTATGATCAGTTATATCCTGTAACCTTACCTGAAGAAGAAGTACTTTATACCGGGTCAATTACAAAAGTTGTTAAAAAATATGATTTCGCAAGTAAAATAAAAAAACAAAGTTATAAAATTTTATATAAATGGTTTTCTATTAGAAGATGTTTTTCGCATTATTATGAAGGATTGGATAAATATAATTATCAAAATGAAGATAACCCTTTTAAAATTTATTTTAACTATTTTGGGATATATGATCAAGAATCATGTTGTGTAAAAATAAAAGATAATTATCATAATTTGAGAAAAATATTTGATATGGACGAATAAAATTGATTTAATTTAAATTTTAATGGATAATGGATTCAATAAATATTACTAAATGAAATTAAAAGATTTTATAGATTTTACTAATTTGGAGTCAGAAAATGATGCTAATTTTTATCTATTAAATTGTGATCGCGATAATAATCATAAAGAAATAGAATGTGACAATGAAAATATTATTATGGTTGATAAATCAGAAATATTATATTTAATAACACAAGCAAGATATTCTTTTATGAATTATATTAAACTTAAAAACAAGTACTTTGAAATAGATAAGGACATGGAAGGAAAGTTTTATTTATCCAGCGATAAAAAATATTATTGTTATTTTTTGTCAAAAAGTTTAGAAGATCATGATATGTATACATTTGGTATTTTAGAAAAAGAGTCAGGTAAATATTTAATAATATTATGGGAAGATGGATATTTATTTTTAAAAAATTATTATTATGACTTTGTTGATTGTGAACGTTTACAATGTATTTTTTATACTAACGTAAATTTTCAACCACTAGTATCTATTAGTTATAAAACCAACGAATTCTTATCCATAAAATCAAAACCATATGAAATTATTGATACTCTTGATGATTATTTTAATACAATATATGATGAATTATATAAATAATTGAATTTATTTTAGATTTATTATAAATAAATTTAGAATAATAATATTAAATGGAATCAGATAATTTAATAATATCATTTGTTGATTGTGATGAAAAATATTCTATTCCAATAAAAAAAATAAAAGAATATCCGGATTCATATTTTATGGCACATATTAATTTCACCAAAGAATTAGATTGTTTAATCGAAGTATGTACTTATGAGGAATTTAAAAATATATACGATTTTATCATGACTGATCAAATAGAATTATCAGATTACATTCGTAATTCGACATTATTAGACTATTTTGGAATTAAAAACGATTTGATTAATAATATATTACCTATTATTGATAAACAATATCAAAAAATTTATAAATTTATTAAAGGACCATTTTCTAATCCAAATGATAAATATTTTATGGTAAGAGATTTTGATGAATATATTGAACACAAAAAACTATTTTCTTCACACGAACATATTATTCCTTTTCAATATATTAATAGATCTTATGATATTATAGGTCACTTAGGATTTGATAATTATTTTTTGGATGCGTTATTTATTGGTAATGGCGAGTTATGTGATTTTGGTAGTATTTACTTTGGTAAAAATAATAAAATAAAAAAATGTGTCTTCAAAAAATTTAAAAATGATGATTATACTCCTAAAGGATTAACTTTTGATTGGCTATCAGGAATATCATGTGGTGATATTAAATCTTTTTACAAAAATTTTGATCAATGCAAATATGATAATCAATATAGTCGACATTGTTTTTGGAATATGGAAAAAAATTTTGGGAATGAAATTGAATATATAACCTGTGGAATGACAAGTATATATTTTGAAGATGATAATAATTGTACCTGTGAATGGATACCAAAAAATATTGAATCATTGGAAAAAATATCTGAAACATATAAACATTTAAATATAAGTTATGATTTCAAGTTACCTAATTATAGCTTGAAAGAATTTAATATTAGAGAAGATTTATGCAAAGGAAAATATGCACCTATTTCACAATATATAATATATTATAGTTTTCATCCTGAAAATTGTTTAGATAAAGATCCAGTAATGTATAAAATAACGGTTAATTCATATTTTGGATTTGTTAATTTGGCACCATAAAATTTATTTAATATTAATTAAATAAATTTTTCTAATTTAATTGATAATTAAGAATCCTGTTGCTCTTGACATGTTCTATATCAATAATACTTTGTGACAATATTAACGATAGATCTTTACCTCGTAAATTAGAATAAAGATCATGTTCTTTAGCTCCATAAAGACAAGTATCAGTGAGATATTTTATGGATTCTTTAATAGCACTTTCTTTATTGGATGAAAATATAACCATTTGAATATTTTTAACATCATTGTCTCTCTCAAATGAGAAAATTATTTCAGGACTAATTTTAATATTGACCAAGAAAATATCATTATCGCTTATGTTAATATTATCATTTGTGGATTCAACTGATTTACCAAATGTAAAAAATCCCGCAAAATATTTAAATACACTAACTAGACCAAAACCTCCTTTTATGATACCACCAACATTAACATTATTGAAATTTCCGTTTACAACAACACTTGATGTTCCTTGGTGTGTATCATACGAATAACTCATGGTAAATATTATATTAATTATCATTGTATAAAAAAATATAATCAAACAATTTTTATTCAATTTTTTCCACAAAAAAAATTGAATAAAAATTATTAAGAAGTGAATATATATATATTTAGCATAATAACAATGCAGAAATACCAGAAACTTGAACCAGATCCAAAAGTTAATATTTTTATTAACTCAGATGATTATATAATGACAAAACATTTTGACATACATATATTGTATGATAAAAATACTGATAAAATTCCTGAGAGAAAATTTTATGATAAACATCATATTTCTATGAATGAAAAAAATATTGTAACAAAAATACCATCTGGATCATTAATACATTGTTTAGAAATTGAAACCGGATCTTTTAAATATTGTAGATATATGTTTAGTATTTTTTCTAAAATACAAGAATTAAACATTAAATTTGAGAATGGAAAAAAATATCCTATTGTATCAATCAATGGTAAATATGCAAATTTGAGAGAAAGATGTTCTTCATGTGTTTTAATGTAAAAATTGAATTATAAAATAATATATATATTATAATTTAATGAACCACAATAAAAATGCGACTTGATGATTTTATAAATTTTAAAATATTGGAAGATTATGATGACGACATCCCAAAATATCTTTTAAAATGTCCAAAAGATAAAAATCATAAAATAATAAATTGCATAGAAGACAATCCTCCAATTAATAAATCTGAAATATTATATTTAATAAAACAAGCCAGATTATCATTCTTGACTCATATTAAATTGAAAGACAAATATATGCATAATTTACCAGAATTATGTGAACAAAATGATTCAGATATATCCTTAGAAAAAGTTTTTTACTTATCAGGAGATAAAAAATATTATTGTTTTTATTTTTGTATAGATTATTTATATGCGTCCGAAACTTATTTTTTTGGTATTTTAGATAAAGAAATTGGGAATTATTTAATAATGTGCTGCGTATGTGGTTTATTTTATGTAAAAAATAATTTTTTTGATATTAATAATTGTGAAGATTTGGATTGTATGGAAAATATACGAATGTTAAATTTTATACCAATATTATTAAGTGAAGAAACAGATGAAGATTTATCAGATAAATCAAAACCATTAGAAATTATTGATACTTTAGAAGATTATTTTTGCACAATGTATGAAGAATTATATAAAATTTAATGGTTTTTCGGCAAGTACAAAATGTGGTTTCTCTGATTGTGTAAGTATATAATAATCTCTTACCCAATTATATAATCCACTACAAGCATTCATATGTGGTCCAAAAGAATTAAATTCAATAATTATTATTCCACTGTTTCCTAACGTATTGTCGATCCATTTTTCATTATAAACAATATCCATGGTGCATTCAGAAAAAGGACATATTCTCGAAAATTTATCCCAAAATTTTAGAATCAAATCATAAATCTTTTTTTTCTTTTCATGCAATTGTGGATTGTATTCAAATCCTGCTTGACTAATGGCTCTTAATTTCCATCCATAAATAAAACATCTAAATTCATAATTTGTGTCGTAATCAATATATTGACGTAAAACCAAATATTTTGATATAATTTTGTTGTTAATATCAAATAATTTTGAACAACATCTTGTTGATTTAGTGACTAATTGTAAAGCATCAATAGCATTTGTGACTTTTAAAGTTGACACAGTATGATTGTACAATAAATCTTTTGGACTATATGCATCAGTCCTAATAAAAGCTGAACCTCCTAACTCCAAAATTATATTTGATATTTCCTTAACAAGATTAAAAGGAATAATATTTTTATCCTTGTAATTGAATAAATTAAATATATCTTCTTCAGATAAATGTATTAGATGACTTTTAAAAGTTATCATAACATCTTTGACATTATCCATTAAATAATCATACCAATTTGAAACCCAATAAACTGAAATTTGAGCTTGTCTCAAATATTCAAAATCTACATCAGTTTCATTTCCATTTTTATCTATTATATATTCATCAATTGACATTTTGAATGTACAATCATCATTAACTACAATAGATTTATCATAAAATAATTCATCAAGGAATAATTCCAGATAACTTTCGGGATATTTATAAAAAGAATATTTATCATTCTCTGATATTTTAATATACGGAGAATAATTATCAGTAAATAGTGTTTCAGTCAAATCCATTAATATTAATAATTAGACATATATTATTAAATGAATTAATTTTCAATATTATAAAAACATAAAGACAGATTAATATTTATTATATTATGTCAAATAAAATTATTACATTAGACTTGATAAATATTGGACTTTTGGGTGCAGTTATTAGAGGTTCATATGCTGCCGGATTTTTAGCCGGAAAAGAAAATGCGGGAGAATATATTAATTCTACAAACTATTATTATACAATATTTATGGGAGCATGTGTGGGTGCCGTAGGATCTTGTGCACTGGCAGGAGGATTAGTTTTGGCCACAAAATTGTTTTCTAAACTCGTTAGATGAACTTAAATAATATTAATTTATTTTATTTAAAATAAATTAATATTGAATGTTTTCACATGAAATCATGTATCTAATTCCATTTATAATAAACCAAATATAAAAATTTATACCAAAAACAAAAACAAACAAATAACTGTATAAAACAGAATAAAGTGCACATTGATAATGTAAAACACTTTCATGAGTAAATGGATATTTTTGTGACAAAGATGGAAGTAAACCAAAAAATATAGTAAAGCAAATTATAATTGTGATTAGAGAAAAATAAAAACCTCGAGTCATCATTCTTTTAATCCAAAGCATTAATAAATCTAGATAATCACCCTCGGGTATTAAATAATTAACAATGCAATAAGTCACAATAATGGTAAATATAATTGCTTCATTATATAAAAAGAAAAATGATCCAGCGATAATAGCTTCAATTAAATCAAGTTGATCCTGTCCTCTTTTATTTTTAATAAAAATAGAAAAACAACATAATATTGTCATTAAAATTTTGAATGGCATAACAATGAAAAGATTTGTAACAACAACAAATTCATCTACTTCCAATGATAAAAATTGGAAGGGTAAATAAGAAATACCAAAAATAATTATTTCCATAATAATCGTTTGGAATGTATTCATTTTTAATTAATATAATGTATTATTATTAATACTCTTAAATATTATGAATTCAATTTTTTATTTAAATATTATTTAACGTCATATTAATTAATGATTCATATTGAATACATAAAAGAAATTACAAATTTAGATGACTTTAACTCAAAAAATCATCCAAAATTTCCAAATGATATAGAAACTAATAGTCTAGATTATAAGACAGAATTATGGAAAACTAATTTATCGAATTATTACGATTTGATTAATTATCCGATATTCTGGACATATGATTTTAATTTGAGCGAAACAAAAATATTATTAAAAGCTTGTCAAATCGGATCAATATCTGGAAGATATCCAAAAATTTATAATGATGAATTGAAAGATATAATAGATAAATTAAGTTCATGTTGGAAATCAGGATCATGGTTTATGAGATTAGATGCTTGTAGTACAAAAGATTCTGTTGTAGAACTACCATTTGAGTCTCCAGAAACCATAATAGCATCAATTGTAACATCTAGACGTGCTATTAATGCTTTGACGGATAATATTAATCGTAATTTAAATACCAGAATTTATTTTACTCATTATGACAAAAAATGGAATTCTAGTAGAGAACTTAGATGTTTTATACGAAAAAATAAATTAACTGCAATATCACAATATTGCTGGACAAATCGTGATTTTTTTTGTGAATGGACTGAAGAAGATTTAATTAATTTGGCCAAAAAAATAAATAAATTGGTTAATAATATTATTGAGGAATTATCAAATAGAATAGGAACAAAAGATATGGTTATGGATATTTATTTAGATGATCAAAATAATTTACAAATCATTGAACTAAATAATTTTGGTTATTGGTTAGCTTGTGGATCAGCTTTATTTCATTGGATTAAAGATTATGATAAATTATATAATACAGATGGAGATATATATTTTAGGATACTAAAATAAAATTTAAGACTTTGGTATAAATATTATAAATATATAATATCATAATTATAATATATTACAATGACGAACGTCGCTGATCAAATCTATGAAGAAATGGTTAAAATATCTGGTCCACATGCACATTATGGTACTATTACTAAAAATTATTTAGGAAAAGATTTATATGCATCTTATCATTTTCCTACTTTTACTAAATTGAATGCTCAAAGAAAAACTCTTGTAAGATTTGAAGAATTCCAGATACCAAATGATTTATCTGGATTAAAAGTATTTGATTTTGGATCAAATATGGGATCATTAAGTTTTGAAGCAGCAAGACGTAATGCTGGTCCGGTTGTAGGTTTTGAATTTTGTGGAGAACGTGTAGCACTTTGTAATAAATTAGCTAAATATTTAGGAATACAAACCAGAATTCAATATATTGAAACTAATATTGATGAAGAATCTAAAAATATCGATAATTTTATTAAAAAATATGGTGTGGCTGATATAACATTTTGTTGTGCTCTTGATGCTTATGTTGATAAACAACGATTATATGAACTTGTAAGTAAAACCACATTAAAAACTTGTTATTTTGAGACTAATTCATTAATACCTCAAGATCAATTCATTGAAATAATGACAAAACTTGGTTTCAAAAAAATTACTCCTATTGGAAGTTCCAAGTCTGATGCCGGATACGGAAGAATTTCATATATTTTACAAAAATAAAAAAATTGAACAATTATTATTTTTATTATTAAATTTATGTTTTAATAATAAAAATGTTTTTGCACCCTTCTTATAAAAATACTTTATTCACATCTAAATGCAAAACATGTGGATTAGAAGCTAAGGCTGAATATAGATCTGGAACAGTAACATATTATCGTAATAAAAATAGTGGCATTTATAATTTTTGTAGTAAAGAATGTATGGATAAATTTAATAGAACAGAAAAATGTTGGTTTTGCAGTTTTCATAGTGATCTTGTGGCCACAGATAGTGGATTTATGGTTTGTACATCAAATGAGTATTGGAAATATTCTTGTTATGATAAATATTGTTTAAGGAAAGAATATAATTTAGTTCTAGAAGATGATCCTATTCCTGAAGAAATCTATGACGAAATAATTAGAACAGGTGAAGTTCCAGACGAATACAAAGAATATTTAAATGAATAATGGTAATTATATAAAAATTTGATTTATTATTAAAAATAATACATTAATGAATTTTAAAATTTTATATGTAACTAAATCGAATAGTGTAAAAATATGGGATCCAAATAATTTAAATTTTGTATCAAGACCAAAAATATATCCAAAATTTTTAGAAAATATTTGCATCTCGTCTAAAAATTTAATTGCTTTCATGTCAAAAAATGATAATAATATTTATATATATGATCTAGTCACAGGTCATTTTAAATATTCCACATATGACAACCAAGTCAAAAATATACAATTTTCTCCATCAAGTAAATATTTAGTTAGTTATTGTGATGATCATAGATTATTAAATACATGTGTTAAAATATACAATTATAAAAATAATAAACAAATATTTAGTACCAATGATAATGTTTTACCCAAAATATTCTTTTCACCAAATGAAAAAGAAATAATTTTGGGAAATCGTACAAGTAGTGGAAAAATAAATTTAAAAATGCATCATTTAGAAGATGAAAAATATTTTAATGTTTGTGAAATTGATAATATTATGAATTCTAAATTTTTCAATTTAAAATGGTCTCCATATGATAATTATATAGTGGCTAATAATGGAAATAAATTATATTTATGGAACAATAAATTTGATAAGTTAAAAGAAATAATATTTGATGAAGAAAACTCATGCGGTACAATAAATATATTGTCGTTCAGTTCTAATGACAAAGAAATAATAATTGGATTTTTTTCTGGATTATTAAAAATATTTAACATAGAAACTGAAAATATAATAGTTTTGCATGATATTATTGATCACACAAATTTAATTAGCATAAATTGTATAGAATTTTCCCAATGCGGAAAATATATGATTGTTGGAAAATCTAATGGTTCAATTGATATTTGGGATTATGAAAATAAAATTATTAAAAAATCTTTTAATGATTTGGATAGTAGTTTTGAAAATAAAATGGATCTGTATGGCGATTATATGATGTCGACAGGAAATAGTCGAGATATTGTTCAGTTATCTGTACTTTAATAAAATTGAAATTTATAAAAATTATACACTAGTTTTTTAATTGTAATAATAAAATGGACACATTATATATTGAAGAAATAAAAGATGGGAAAATACATTATAAAATTATAAGATCTTCACATGTTTTAGCTTCTAGATTTAAAGGACATGAAGGAAGAATACGTAACAACCTATTTGGAAAAAAAGTTGATATGCTGAGATCTTGTATTTCTTCTGATCCTATTATAAACGAAAAATAAATATTAACATTATAAACTATGATATTAATATTTGGTGATAGTTTAACTACCGGATTACATTTAAGTGATAATTTTCATATTGAGAGTTTTCCTGGTTCGACGAGTGAACAATTATTAAATAATGATTTTGGTCTAGATTTTTATTTAGATGAAGCTAATTATACAACTGTAATAATAATAGTAGGTAGTAATGATTTAGGTCATAATTTTTCTCAAAAAGAAATAATAAATAATATATTATCACTTCATCAAATAGCTTGGAAAAGAAATTTAAAAACAATTGTGGTAGGTTTACGGGATAAAAAATTTAATAATATGTTATTGAGAGAATTAAATAATTATGATTCCACAAAATATTATTATTGTAATTTTTTGGAAAATTTATCCATAGATAAAACTATTGATGGATTACATTTGACATTAAATGCCAAAGATGAATTTTCAAAAAAATTGGAAATGCTAATTTATAAATAAAATTGAATAAGTAAACCACAATATAAAATATTTCATTCTTTGATATATTAAAATATGTCAAAGAATAAAAATTCGGAAAAAGTTTATATTAAAGAATCTACTATTCCTAATAGTGGAAAAGGATTATTTGCAAAAACAAATATTAAAATAAATTCTGTTGTTGGTGAATTCAAAGGAAAATTACGTGAAAATACTTCTCAAATTAAAAATCCTAGAAGTATTATTTATTTTAATGATAATACTTTTCTTGAATGTTCACCAAATAATTTAGCTTCTTATGCTAATGATTGTATTAATTTTACAGGAAAACCTAGAAAAATTATAGAAGCATTGGAATCAGATACAGCTTTTTATTCTAAACATACAAATACCGAAATTAATGCAACCATTAAAATCAATACAAAACTTCACAGAGCGTTTTTAATTTCGACAACAGAAATTTCTGCTGATCAAGAAATTTTTTGTCACTACGGATTTTCATATTGGTATGATTTAGAAATTAGAAAAATTGGTTTTCTTCAAGAAGAAATAATGAATGAAATAGGATTCCCAACCGAGATTTTTAGATATCCTGCATTTGGAAAATATATTGAAGAATTTTATCCCGATTGTAATGATATTGAAGTTAAATCATGCGGTAAAGATTTTGATGTAATATTACATTTTGGACCTGATCAACATATTGTTATTGTTTTGAAAAATTATTCTGAATTATTTAAAAAATAATATAATAATACATATTGAATAATATATATTATTAAACTATATTGAATAATCTACGGCTTCTTTTTTGCTCAAGAAAAAATGAATACCAGATCTGCATACTTTATCTACGTCACGATCTAACTCTTTTTTTGGTTTAACAAGTGAATCCACTTTATAGATTGTTTTTCCATGCATGGGAGATTGACAAACATAATCATCGGAAATCGGTACGCCATATTTATTTTCAATATACTTCACATAAACTTGATCGGTTCTTAATTTACCACTAGAACGATATGCTCGAACAATAGTCGAATCAGGAGGAATTATTAATGTTGCCACAGCTTCTATACTATAATATTTTCGAGGATTATCTTTCCTATAACAAATTAATTTCTTAAAAGCTCTTGTTGGAAAAATTGTATGATAAACATCTCCTTCACGGAAACGAAGATAGTTATTAATTTTAAATCTAATATCATCCATTTTATAATAATAATAAAATTTATAAAATTAATCACTGATGGCAATTATTTTTCAATTTTTTAAAAATTTGAAAAAAAAAGAGCAATTCCAGTGATATATTAAATATATTAATTAAATAACTTGTAAAATGAGTAGTGAATATATCAAATTAATTATACAAGATGAAGAAATTGCTATATCATTATACTGTAACAAAAATAAATTAGGAGAAATTAAATATTTTAGAACGATGTTTAATTACAAAGAAAATACTGATAATGAAATCATTATTAATGTATCAAATGCATTACTTACTCATCAAATTATCAATAAATATTTAAAAGATAATATAATAAAAAATGTAAAATGGATTAATTTAATAGAAATATTGAAACAACAATATTTTTTTATGCTCGATTTAGAACCAAAAAAAACACTTGATAAGTTAATATCATTACATATTCCAGAAAATAATTATTCTGATTTATTAAAAGAAGTTGAATGTATTCCATACACAAAAAGACTTGGTAAGTTTTTATTAAGAAATTTATCCGATAATTTTGATTTGAATTTGTTACCCAAATATTTTTCAGATAAATTTATTCAACTAGCTAGTAATAGTTATAGTATAATTACAATAGATACTCATGAACAAATAAGTAAATGGTCAAGTTTAAATTTAAAATTAATTGATAGAATAGATAATGTGTGTAGCGATAAACCTACATCCGCTTATTTTTATCATGATATGATTTCTTTAATATATAATAATACAGGTTTTATTAATAACAAGATAGAGTTTATGAATATGACCACCAAAAAAAAATAACATATTTCCTTAAAGAACAATATTATGGAGTTGATTTTTGTCCGACCGATAATAAATGTGTTGTTAGTACCAAAGATAATAAATTAATTATGTCGTTAGATCATTCAAATATAAATAAATTAGAACGAAATGATTATGAAACATCACATCCATTTCACGATTTAGGATATATTGATTACATACCAATAAAATATTTTCCTGATGGATTTAATATAGTTTCCGTAACCAAAAATAAAAATATTAGTGTTTGGGATAATAACAACAAATTAAAATACCGTATCAATACTAAATATGTAATTTTGGATTTAGCATGTAGTCCTAATAATAAAATTTTTGCTTCATGTGGTGATGATAATAATATAACTTTATGGGATAGAGAAAATGGGGATTATATTAGAACTTTATCGAATCATAGTGCACAAGTGGGTTCTATTAAATTTTCATCTAACGGAAAATATTTAATTTCAGGAAGTAATGACAAAACGATTAAATTATGGAATGTAGAAAATGGGCAAGTTTTAAAAACTTTTAAAGGTCATACAAATAAAATTACTCATGTTTATTTTTCACCGGATGATAAAAATATTATTTCAACGAGTTGGGATAAAAGTATTAAATTTTGGAATATCAAAACAGGAAAGTTAATTGGAGAAATAAAAAATGAAAATTTAATTTTAGATATATTATTTAGATCTGAGCCTGATGAGAATATTTTAAAAAAATTTGAAAGTTAATAATATTTAATAAATATTAATATTATCAACAAAAATAGTAATGTATTTGCCATCATGGAAAGATAAAAACTATTTTTTTAATTCACACAAAATAGGAATTAATGAGTATGATGAACATGGATATTCAGATCAAAAATGTTTTCATCTTTGTCAAATAAAAGATATCTTTATTGTTGAACCAAAATGTAAATTTGTGGCAAAAGTAATTTTACCCGAAAATCATCAAAATATTTTTCCAGCAAAAATTAAACAAAAGCATAACAATCTGGTTAGTAGTGAATTTACTGTAGAATATGATAATCTTGTTGATAAATTTTTTGGTCATGAAAATAAATTTACAAATAAGAATATTTATGGTACTAATATTGTAAATATCACTGGAGGATATGATTTATCATGCACAAGTTCTATCAAAGAACTAATAAACGAAGGATTAAATGTGCAACATGCTATAGAAAATGAATACGTAATAAATAATTTAGAAAGTATCAAGTTATTATTAGATAATGGTGCTAAAATTAGTGAGAAAACATTAAATATAATATGTTATCAGGGAAATTCTTGGATCATTAAATATCTTACAAATGATTGTGTCAATAAGGATATTTTACTAGATAAATGTATCAAATATGGTCATTTTGAAATTGTTAAATGGTTAATTTCAATCGGTGCTAAATTAAATAAAAACAAAAATTTTGACTCCTTAATGGAAATATGTCATGGTTGGTATAATCCAAATGTTGCGTTATATTTATTAAAAGATATATATATTTTGTTAAACAAAGAACAAAAAAAAGATCTGTTTGAAACCACATATTATAAAAATTGTTATGCTGTTGCTAAATATTTAATAGAAAATGGTTATAATGTTAAATCTATGAATAAATATTTAATAGGAGTGGTAATTGAAAATTGTAATGCTGAATTTATTCACCTGTTAATTTCTAATGGGATTGACATATCTGAATATTTTGATGAATTATTTGTTAAAGCGGTTAGAAAGGGAAGCATTGAGGTTATAAAATATTTGGCCATTAATGAGCATAAGATAAAAAATAGTAGTTAACGCAAAAATTGATTTTTTCAAATATTGTTATTAATGATATTTTGCAATAAATTATTACAAAATGTCATCAGAATTATATTTCAAAATAACAAATCGTAAAGAGTGCCATTTTGGTTTTCAATATAAAGATGGTTTAAATATTTTAAAAGAAGAATTTAATGATAATCCAGATGAAAATTGTGTACCAGGAAGACTTTATTTTTGTAAACCACAAGATATTCATCACTATTTGGATTATGGAATATATTTGAGAGAAATTTTTCTACCAACAAATAATCCAGATTTCAAAATGGTAAAAAATCCATCTGGAGACAAATATGGCGCTAATATGATTATTTTAGGAAAAAGATATTTTTTAAGTGATCCAGATACTTGGAAATATTTATATAGTATTGGTGCAAAAATAGACAATATAGCAATTGATTATATTATTAGGAAAAATTATTTGAACTGCTTAAAATTTTTAATTGAAGAAATGAGAGTAAATTTTATAGATTATAATTGTTTGTCAACTGCTTCACGTTGTGGTAATTTACGAATAGTAAAATATTTAATAAATTTTAAACATGAAAATGAATCAATTATTAATGCTATGGAAAGTGCTACGAATAATGGTTATTTGGAGGTAATAAAATATTTATTATCCCATTTTTACGACAATAATAAAGCTTTTAAATATTTATGTGAAGACTTATTTTTAACAAGTTGTACAAAATATAATTTAGAAATAGTAAAATATTTTGTATCATTGGGAGTTAATATAAAAATAGATGATTATGGATTAATTTTGGCTTCAAAAAATGGTAATTTGGAAATTGTCAAATATTTAATATCATTGGGTGCAAATATTCATGTATTCCAAAATAAACCCATTCGAGTTGCATCCAAACATGGACATAAAGTATTGTGGAATATTTAATTGAAAAAGGTGCGAAAATTAACGCAAAAAATAATTATGCTTTCAAATCTGCTTGTGATAGCAAACGTTTGGATGTAATAAAATGTTTAATAAAACACGGTGTTAAAATAAGAGAAAGTGATAAGTATATTGTAAAAATTAAAGGGACAAATATTGAATTAATACCTAAAAAGGTTGAAACACAAAATATTAAATTTACTTTAGATCCTGAAAGTAAAAAAGAATTAAGTGAACTTATTGATTACTTACATTATAGGGGAAGACATCTAATGATTGATTTTAAAAATTGAAATTTATTGAAATTTCACGTGAGAAATTAATTATTAATACATTATTAATAATTAATGTCAGTCAAATTATATTTTAAAATAACTAATGAAACCGAATGTCATCGTGGTTTTCAATATAAGGATGGCTTAAATATTTTAGAAGGAGAATTTAATGATGATCCCAAAGATTATTGTGTACCAGGAAGACTTTATTTTTGTGAACCAAAAGATATTTATCATTATTTGCATTATGGAGTGCATTTGAGAGAAGTTTATTTACCTATTGATAATCCAAATTTTAAAATGGTAATAAATCCATTAAAAATTTATGGAGCCAATATGATAATTTTAGGAAAAAAATATTATTTAAATGATTTTAACACCTGGAAATATATGATAGATTGTGGTTTAGATATATATTCAAATGATAATGAACCATTAAAAACTGCTATATGTAACGGATATTTAGAAATAGTCAAAAAATTAATTAAATGTGAAGATAATTTTACAGCCTATGAAAAAATTTGTGGTAATAGTATAGTTTACGCGGTTCGTGGTGGATATTTTGATATTGTGAAAACCTTAATAAAAACATCAAATATTTATAGTGATTTAACTCTTGCTTTAACGCATTCATCTCTCAATGGAAATTTGGAAATGGTTCATAATTTAATTATATATGGAGCTAATATTCATGCTAATAATGATATTGCTGTAAGAAATGCTGCTTATAATGGTCATTTAGAAGTTGTCCAATATTTAGTTTCAATTGGGGCGAACGTTCATACATCAAAAAATTATGCTATTAGATGGGCAGCAAGAGAAGGTCATCTCAAAATAGTTAAATATTTATTAGAATGTGGAGTGGATATATGTACAGATAATAATTATGCCCTCAGATGTATAATTGATTATGGACATCCACAAATTGTAGAATATATTATGAAATTAAATGATTATGGTAAAATATACGACAAACATAAATCTGAACCAGTAAATGTCCAATACTATGACAATAATAAAAAGTTAAAATCCATAATAACTTATGGTAGTCTTGAAGAAATAAAAAATTTAGTTGATAATGGTGCTTATATTCATGATGAAGATGATTATGCATTAAGACATGCTGCTAGAGAAGGTCGTTTGCATATTGTCCAATATTTAATAGAAAAAGGAGCTTATATTCATGCACGAGACGATTATGCTTTCAGATGGGCAGCCAGACGAGGTCACTTGGATGTTGTAAAATATTTAGATGAGATGGGAGCTATTACCAATACTCATGATGATTATGCCATAAAATGGGCATCTAAAAAAGGTCATACGGAGATAGTAGAATATTTAAAAATTTGAATTAATATTATTTATTAAATAAAATTAATAAATATTACTTAATAATGTCTTCTAAACTATATTTTAAGATAACAAATGAATCTGAATGCCATAGAGGTTTTCAATATAAGGACGGTTTGAATATTTTTGGAGGGAAATTTAATAATAATCCAACCCATTCATGCGTTTATGGAAGACTTTATTTTTGTGAACCAAAAGACATATGTAAATATTTGGACTATGGAATTTATTTAAGGGAGATTTATTTACCGACTGATAAACCAGATTTCCAAATGATAAAAGACCCAGATGGAGATAAATATGGAGCAAATATGATTATATTAGGAAAAAGACGCGATTTGAAAGATGTTGAAACATGGAAATATATGATTTCAGTTGGAGCAGATATTCACGTTTATGAAGATTTTGCACTTAACTGGTCCTCAGAAAATGGATATTCAGAAGTAGTGAAATATTTAATAGAACATGGTGCTAATGTTAATGCAAATGATAATATCGCATTATTATTAGCCTCAAAAAAAGGACACACAGAAATTGTTAAATATTTAGTAGAAAATGGAGCTGATGTTCATGCTGAAAAGGATTACGCTTTATTATTAGCCTCAAAAAAAGGACATATTGAAATTGTTAAATATTTGGTAGAACGTGGATCAAAAAATACTAATGCACTTAGGTGGGCAACAATATATGGACAATTAGAAATTATTAAGTATTTGGTAGAAAAAGGAGCTGATATTTATAAAGATAATAATTGTATATTGAAATTAGCTGCTGAAAATGGACATTTGGAAATAGTCAAATATTCAATAAAAAATGGAGCAGATATTAATACAAGTGGTGAACATGCATTACTATTAGCTTCCTATAAAGGATATTTAGAGATAGTAAAATATTTAGTAGAATGCGGAGTAAATATTCATGCTGAAAATGATAATGCATTAGTATTTGCTTGTGAAAAAGGAAATCTCAATGCGGTCAAATATTTAGTGGAAAATGGTGCTGATATTCATACAGATAATAATAGCGCATTATATCATGCTTCTGTAGAAAATCATTTAGATATAGTCAAATATCTTGTAAACAAAGGTGCAAATGTACAAGCATCAAATAATGTAGCACTCAAAGCTGCTTTGTGGAATAAAAACAGGCAAATGATAAATTATTTATTGGATTGTGGTGCAGATATTAATGCCTGTGATGATTATATATTAAAATAAAAGTATTAAAATATAATTAAACACATGTAAAAATTGAATTATTATTGATTAATAACATTAATTAATAATACTAATAATAAATGTCATCAAAATTATATTTTAAAATAACCAACAAAGATGAATGTCATAATGGTTTCCAGTATAAAGATGGTTTAAATATACTCCAAGGCGAATTTAATGATAATCCCGAAGAATCATGTGTATCTGGAAGATTATATTTTAGTAATCAGGAAAATATATGTAAATTTTTAGATTATGGAATATATTTACGAGAAGTATATTTACCAATAAATGATCCAAATTTTAAAATGATAAAAAATCCTGTAGGAGATAAATATGCAGCGAATATGATCACATTAGGTAAAAGACATGATTTAGGAGATCTTGAAACATGGAAATATATGATTTCAGTTGGAGTCAATATTCATGTTAATGATGATTATGCATTAGTATGGGCTTGTTATAATGGATTTTTAAAGATTGTAAAGTTTTTAATAAAAAATGGAGCAAATATTCATGCAGATAATGATGCTCCATTAAAATGGGCTGCTCGTGGAGGATATTTAAATGTAGTAAAATTTTTGGTAAAAAATGGAGCCAATATAAATGTAAAAAATAATTGTCCATTATCTTGGGCTTCAGAATATGGTCATTTAGAAATAGTCAAATATTTAATAGAATGTGGAGCAAATATTCATTTAGATAACAATGCAGCATTACAATTTGCTTCAAGAAACGGACATTATAAAATAGTTAAATATTTAATTAAAAAAGGAGCAAATATTTTAGCAGAGGATTATAATTCATTAAATTTAGCTGCTCATAATGGACATATGGAAATAATTAAATATTTAATCAAAAAAGAAAAAAATATTAAAATTAATAAAAATAAAGCAATACAATTTGCTTTAATTGGTAAAAATCTAGAGATGGTTAAATATTTAATAGAAATTGGATTTGATATTTCTTTATGTAATGAAGAAACATATATTGATGTTTTATTAAATGGGAATCCTGAAATAGAAAAATATTTAATGGAAAATGGAATAGATATTTGCTCCATTAAAAATAATATTTATAAAAATCATATTGTTTTCATTCAACCATCATATTATGAATATTTAAAAAATTTGACAAAAAATAAATAAAATTGATAATTATTCATTATAAGATGGTTATCAAATTATGAATATTAATTAAAGAATATGTCTACACCTATTTTAATTGATTACAATAAATTAAAATTATTGAAAGAATATGCTGAGAATAATATTATAAAGATGGATGAAATTATGAATATATATCATGGTAAAGCAGAAATTATAGGTAATCGAATTGATCATTGTGTTTTTTTTGATTTTGGATACAAATTTGTATATTCCATTGAAGAAGTTCCCTCCACCGATTTTAAAAAATTTTACACTATAAAAAAATTATCTGGATCTGTTAATAATGGTAATTATCCAAGCGTAGAATTAATGAAAATAATTATGAACGAATTAGATATGAAAGATTTAAGTGAATGTAATATTAAAATAAATAAAAATGATCCTATTCCAAATATCGAAATTATGGACATTATTAAAGAAACATCACTTGTCTAAATAATATTTTATTAAATAAAATATTATTTAAAATCCAGATATAAATAATCCGGTCCATATTATTCCACCGACTATCATAGTTGTATGACCTAATTTCATCATAATTTCATCTCTAGTTTTTTTGGAATTTTCATCTAATAATATTCTAAGTTCATTATTAAATTTTTGTTTAACATCATCATCTAAATATATAGGTAATCGATTAATAAATTTCTCAATGTGATCATTGTGAGTATTTGATACATATTTATTTTGATTATTTGTAAATAATCTTTTAGAATTACAATGTGTGGGTAAATTTTTTAATGTAAAATTAGTAGACAATCTATTAAATAATAATGATCTTCTTCTTTGCATTATAAATAAATATATTAATATTTATTTATAATGCAATTACTTAATATTTCTAGTTTTGGATTCAAGATAATTTACTCGCGAATTTAATTTTCTAATTTTGGATTCATAGTCATTAAACTTGGGACCCAAATAAAAATAATGGAAAATACCTATTCCCATCCAAAAATTTATACTATCAACAATAGCCTCAGCTACTTTTTCAGGACTGAATGCTCTTTTGAATGAAAATGACATTTTATTAATATAATGATTAAATAAAAAAATTTATCAGTAATTTTAAAAATCAAATTTTTTAAACAGGCAAACCATTTAAACCTAATCCAATTACGTCTAAAATAATTGACCCATTTTCATCTTGTTTTGGTTTTTTATTTTTTAATTCTTTACGTAAGATTATTTGAATTTGACTTGTTAATTTTTCTTTTGTTTTATGATCAATACTTTTAGATAATCCATTAACAAATGTATCAATATATTCAGGATAAATATTAATTGAAAGTTTTGTATCTTTTGCTGTTTTGTTTATTAAAACTTGAATTTTATCACTTATTATATTTTTAGATTTATTGTCAAGTTCTAAAGATAAATCCTGAACAAATTTATCTATTTGTTCAGAAATAGATTTAGACATAACAGGATTTGTTTTATTATCCGAGAATAACCTTCTTGAAATACCACCAACTTGAGGAATGGTATTTGTTAAAAATGTAATAGGATATTTTTTAACAAAATTATTTCTTTGCATGATTATTATATTTATTGTTTAATAGTATCCATAAATAATTAGTTTTTCAATTTTAAAAAAATTATTTCTTTGCATGATTATTATATTTATTGTTTAATAGTATCCATAAATAATTAGTTTTTCAATTTTAAAAAAATTGAAAAAATTACAAGTTAATTTATATTAGAATATGTATAATTTTATTCATAAAAATGGAATCACAAAACAAAACCGATTTAATTATTGTAGTCGATGCTACAGGTTCCATGGGGAATTTCCTGGGATCACTTGCAGAAAGTTTAACTCAAATTATTCAAATAGTTGATATCACAAATGTAATTAATCGTGTTCGCATTACAATGTATCGTGATTATTGTGATAATATTGTTGTAGAATCATCTAACTGGGTGGTAAAGATTGAAGATCTCATTCCATTTATAAATAAACTTCATGCAGATGGCGGAGGTGATATACCTGAAGCCGCAAAAACAGCTGCAAATCATGTACTTGATTGTGTAGAAAATAATACTATAGTTATTTGGTATACTGATGCTCCACCTCATCATGAATCCACAAATGGGAACAACTTTTCTCGAGAAAAGGAAACTCTTAAAAAACAAAATAAAATATTTGATTGGGTAGATATTTGTAAAGAATTTAATAAAAAAAAGATTGTTGTCTATCCGATCATAAATAGATCAATTTCCAATGTATCTTCTTTTTATATACTATTGTCTTCAATGACAGGAGGAAAAACTTTGTATTTATCAAATACAAATCCTAAAAATATCACACAAACTACTATTAAACTATTTTTAAGTTTAATGGGTTGTGAAAATGAATTTGAAAATTGTGTGGATGAATTATATTTTGAAAATAATAATTTTAGTGGTATTATTAACGAAATTCAAAATGATGGTTATCTTCCTCGAAATTGGAGAAATATCAAGTCTAAAGTTTTACAAGTAGAAAGTCATTCTTGGCTCCAAACAAATTTAAGAAATCTAGTAACAGTATTTGATACGGACACTAATTACAAAAATAAAGTATTCAAAATATTTGAATCACTTCTTAAACCTCAAAGTGTATTATCACTCACATATAATACCATTTTTGCTACATTTTGGAGAATTATTTGTAAAAGTTATGATGATCCAAGAAAAGAAACATTGAAAAATCAGCTTTCAGAAACTCTTGAATATCTTAAAAAATATAATAGATCAGAACATTCAATTGTGGCTGAATGGATTAGTGATTCTTATAATCAAACATATGAAGTAAACGAAATTATTACTTCTAAAGCGAAACATAAAGTCCCAGCACTTGTTCTTGATACTTCAAGATACTATCTTCCTCAAGAAATTCTAGAGTTGAGTAGATCATGTAATGCTAAAGTTTTATCAAATATTGTTGATATGTTATCATCACTTCGTCTTGTTGAAAAAGAAGAAGATCTTCCTAAAATGTCTGACGAAATGGATAATAAAGGTAGACCAATGCCTATTAAATATGTTCCACTTTCATTACCTAATAGATATTTATTTAGTGTACTACCTCATTTAATGGCTCCTGGTTCTAATTTTTCCATGAGACCATCTCTTATTCTTGCGACAATAGCTTACTTAACAAATAATGTAATACTTAAAGATAGAGCTGTACAACATCTAGAATATCATAAAGGAAAATGGATTGATCAGAGTCTTCCAGAAAATTATACAGGAGGTTTTATTAATTTAATGTTAAGAGTTCCGGAATTTATTGCAGAATCTGAAACTGATTTTTTCAGATTTTACCAAAAAGTATTTGGATTTATTATTAACGGATCTACAGAATTATCAGTAGAATTACCTATTACTCCATTTAAAAAAGTTTGTCATGATTATAAAATAAAATGTGATTATTGTAATCATCATAGATCATTCACTCTGACTACGTTAGATTCTGAAGGAAAACGTAAATGTGGTCTTTGTCATTCATCATCGGAATATATGGCTCCAGAATCACAAGATGAAAATCATTCTATTTACTTAGAATGTAAATCATGTCAAGCACATTATGCACTTATTAATGTACATCTAATGAATGTATCTCCTAAATGTTATGGATGTCGGCGCGGAATTATTCAACCAACTGTAAAATGTACGAAATGTACGAACAAATATGTTGATCCTACAGGTATTTATGGTGATACATTTATTTGTCCTGATTGTAATGTTGATCCTAGATTATCTATAACAGAGGACAAAGTACTTTTTAAGGAAGTCCACAATCAAAATAAACAAACTATTTATGAAAATATTGGTTTTGAAATGCCAAGTGATATTAATATATTTGGTGGTCATTCTATCTTTGCCTTGAAAGATAAAATTAAGAAATTGGATTCTGAAATAAATCCAGAAAAAATATTACATTTTAATAAAAAGATAATTCTTAATTCAGAAAATGTTTTATCTGAAATGATAAAATGGATTAATTCAGGAACTGCGGAAAAAGCTTATTGCATGATTTGTTTTAATGAATTTTCTAAAAATAGTCTGAGACAAGTATGTGGTCGTAAAAAATGTAAATCTGTTGCCTGTCATGATTGCTTAAAATCATGGTATGGTGAAAATAAAGTTGGAGAATTAATTCAGGTCAATTCATTATCTTGTCCATTCTGCAAACAATGTCCATCTTATAATGTACTTTCCAGTTATAATAGACAAGTATGTGCGATGATTATAAAAAACAAAGATTTTGATATTAATTGGTGGTATGGTTGGTGTATACAATGTTTCCAACCAAAGAAAGTTGTTGAAAAAGAATGTAGTGAAGAAGCTCCAAAATTACAAGGTAAATTTACTTGTGATGATTGTAAATCTATGACCATTAAACCAGAAGATTCTAAACAATGTCCTAATCCTAAATGTCAAATAGCCATTATTAAAGATGGTGGTTGTAATCATATAGAATGTGCAGCATGTAAAAAACATTTTTGTTGGATTTGTGCTGATACTCCGTATGATAATTCTGGTGATACTTATGATCATTTATATAAAACTCATGGAGGTGCATTTGGATACGATTATACAGATGATTATGAAGAAATTGAATCAGATGATGATTATTAAATGAAATAAAATTGATAATAATAAATATTATCCTTATAATTACTAATATTACTACTATAACTCATAGTAGTAATATTATCGTTTAATATGAAAAGTTTAATAGAAATAAATAATTCATACAATTATGAGAAAATATATCCTTGCACAGAAGAAATATATTGTTCTGGTTTTACAAAATTAATGTATTTGATTATTAATGAAAAAAATATGTTTAAAGGATATCAAGTAATCAAAAAATATTTAATAAAAAATAAAAATAAGATATACTATCAAAATGAATTAGGATACACTGCATTAATGTTAGCTGTAATAAATTATCCTACAAAAACAAGTTTTAAAACTATTAAATTATTATTAGAATTTGGTCCTATGATTGTTTGTAATAATGATGGATATGATGCAATTTGTTTAGCAATAAAAACTTTTAATAATCATAATAGTTTAAAACTAATAAAATTATTATTAGAATGTGATTTAGATTTTATTGATTATTGTTTTGATGAAGATTGTGTTATTTCATTTAATATTATACTGAGCATAAACATTTCTATTTTATCACTTATTTTAGACAATATTTTAGACATTAATAAGAGAATAAGTCACAATGAAACCTATATAGCAAAAGCAATCTCCATGCATAATTATTTATTAGTGAGAGAATTAATAAAACGTGATTGTGATTTATCTTTAGATTATAATTATGGAAATAACTTATTACATTATTGTATTCATTATGACTTTTATGATGTTTACACAATAAAATGTATTATTAATGCTGGATGTAATATTAATAAAATTAATGAAAATGATCTTTCACCATTAATGATGATTTGTAAAAATACTAAAACAATGCCTAATCTAGAAATTGATATCATAAAAGTAATATCTATTGTCATTTTATTATTAGAAAATGGTGCTAATATTAATTTAAAAAATAAAAGTAATCGGACAGCTATTAGCTTAGTATGTAAATATAATAACAAATATTCCCGCAAAATTATTAAATTATTGATTCAAAATGGAGTTGATTTAAATTATAAAACGCTTATGACACCATTAATAGTTGCCTCCAAATATTCACGTGGAGATAATAAAATTGTTAAGTTACTTTTAGAATCTGGTGCTGATATTAATTATAATAATACAGTTGATTGTCATGCATTAATGTATGCGTGTAGATACGCTGGTACTACTAGTCATATATCTACCGTTAAATTATTATTAGAATCAGGATCCGATGTAAATTTAAAGAATATTGGAGGAAAAACTGCATTAACATACACATCAAGATATTCCAAATTATCAAGTCATAATGATGTTGTTACTTTATTATTAGATTATGGTGCAGACATAAATATATTATCTAATAAAAAAGATAATGCACTATTATTATCATGTCGAAAATATAAATCTTATAGTGATATTTCAACAATATTATTATTATTATCATATGGTTCTGATTATTTAATCAAAGATAAAAATGGAGAAACCTTATTTTCATACATAAGTGGAGATGAACTATTTACTTGTTTTAAAATAATAAAAACTATAGAAAATTCTAAATCTTGTTTAAAAAAAACTTTAAAACAATTTATGCAAGTGATAGAAAATAAATTCTATGATCCTAATGGATTTAGAATAAAATTATTAAATCTAAAATGGAATCTTGAATCAAATAATTTAGATAAAGTTATTACTTGGGAAAACTTGGAATTATTTAATTATTTTGATGTTTATGATTTTGAAAATGTCAAAATTAAAATTTTAGATAATACAAAATACATGTTTTAAAATAAAATTGAAATAAATATTTATAAGTCAATATTAATTATCATTATTACTAATAATGATGAATAACAATATCATTTTTAACATTGATGCAGAATATTACACAAAAATATTCGATTACGAAATTTTAATTTCATACAAAGAACAAGATAATTATCAAACAAAATATTATAAAAATAGAATAAATAATTATTTACCATTAGAATTTACCACAAATATTCCTATTGGATGTAAAATTGAAAATATAGTTTTAGTAGACCATATGAATAAAAAATCTTATGATTATACTATTTATGATGTAACAAAGGAAATATGTTTAATATTTGAAAATGAAAATAAATATCCATATTTTAAGATTAATGGTAAATTTGAATATTATGATTATCATAAAAAAGAAAATAAACGTTGTATTTTATTTTAGTTAAAATAATGGATCGATTAATAGTGTTATCATGTGTTTCCATGAATGAACCTACCAAGGAAACATATTTTAAATACTATTTATCAAATGTAAATGATTTAAAAAATAAAATAAAAAAGATAAAAAAGATAAAAAAATCTATTTTTGATGAGAACATAAAAGAATTTTATGAAATGAATGGTATGAATAATCTTTGTCCATACATTAATTGTGATAAATATATTACACCGAATTATAAAAATTATAATAGAATTGAAGGTGAATTTTGTTTATTAGATAATATTTTATTAATTGAAGAACATACATCATATACATTTGCATATAGTATAAATGTTTTAAATTTGACCAAAAATAATTGTTTGGATTTATATAATCATTAAAAAATTGAAATATTAATATTTAGAACTTTAATTGTTTTGTCAATAATAATTTATCAACATAACAATGAATAAATCAAAAATTAATCATGTCAATTTACTTGCTAATATTTCTAAACTTCCTTATAGAATGAATGCGACATTATTAAGTTATGGTATTATGTCAAACGATATTGAAGCTGTACAAACTAGTGTTAATAATTATCTATCTTGGAAAACTAGTGTTGAAGAACTAGGAAAGGGAATTGATACTCTTGAATCACAAGAAATTATTGAATATGATGATCCAAGTTCTTATTTAGTAAGTGCTATTGTATTTTCGAATAACAAAACTTTTAAAGAATATTTAAGATCCGATCCAAAAATAGATGATCAAATTTTACATAATTTTATGTCATGGTGTGATCATGATTGCGTAGAAAAATATAAAACATTAATTAACCATGGAAATTTAAAATATACTTTAAAAGATAATCATAAAAAATCTTTTTGGAATAATATTATCTGGAATAATCCCAATTCTGAAACTTTAAAAAAATTAGAAGAAGATGTTGGAATTGGACCAGCAATAGTTGGAGATGATGTCGTCAAAGATATAACTAATAATTTTTATTTATCTTGTGATGAAAAATTGTCAAAATTAAGAAATCTTGACAAGTTAGTTAAAATTGATTATAAAGAACTAGATGTGGATAATTTATATAGACATTTAAGATTTGTGGATTGTTGTGCTCCGGTAATGAAATTTTTATTAGAACGTGGATATAATCGTTTTAATGAATTAGATGAATATGGTCAAACGGCTCTTTTTCATCTTGAACTTGAACGTTTAAGTATAAAAGAAGAATATGCTTCAGAAATTGATGAAAAAATAGAACTTTTGAAAAAGTATGGAGCTGTTTGTCCCAAAAATAAATATAACCATACTCCTTTTAATAGATATCACCATTTATATGTTAAAAGATTACCTTACACAGAAGAACATCTAATTAAAGAATCAGAAATTAATTAGGTTCAAAATATTATTTTATTAAATTATAATACAATAATTTAACACAATAATAAATACATTAAACCATTTATATAGTTGTATGCAAGATTGAGTAACATATCCACCCTTATTGTTATAAATTTTGCTATATATTATTAGAAATGTGTGGTGATTGTGATTGTTGTCCTAAACCTTGTTGTAAACCCAAAAAAAAATGTTGTGAATGCGAACCTGTTTTTATAAGCTGTCGTGAGAAATGTAAACCTGTAGTTTACAAATGTTACGAAGTTTGTGAACCAGTATGTAAACCAGTTTGCAAACCTGTTTGTAAACCTAAATGTTGTCCTACATATACTATAAGTATTAACTTATGTTAATTTATTTTAACATACCAAGAATTTATAAAAATTGATTTTTGAAATCTTAGAAATCTCTAACATTTCAAAGTCCATATTACACTATCAAGTGTAATAAATTCTATTATCTATTAATAACTACCAAGCAAATATATAATGCAGGTCAATACTGAAATTGTTAGTAATGTTCATTCGAATTTCAAGTTTCATCCTACGACCAAATTCCCTCTTGGATTTGATCGTTTTGGAATTCTCAGGTACCGTAATATTCCAGGTGGTTCTTATGCAAATGCTGCCGTTCATGGTTTAGTATTTGATTTTTCTCGGATGGAAAATAATTCTTCGATACAAAATGAAATTACCGCCACTTTTGTGGATAGAAAATCAGATATCGAACCACTTCATTACCCTGAAAATGATTCAGATAGTGAAGATTTTATCGAATCTCGTGAATACGAACTTGAAGTGACTTATGGACGCGGAATTCGTCTGCATGGTGAAACAAAGAAAACAACACCTCAAATTGTTGTTCGTCGTAAGTCTACACAACAAAAATCCAGAGAATGTAAACATGCCTTGAAGCGCAATAAGAAACAGAAGCAGAAAGTTTATCTAAAGTCGCGTCAAAACAAGTTGGATACACTTGATGTGACAACCAAAAAGTGTCAGAATGTTGACGCAATTTGGATTAAAAATCATGGTTGGACTCATATTTCCAAGACTATTTTACTTGACAGATACTATTCCGATAGTGATGATGAGGAAGACTTGTTTTGGGGTTATCCATTTGATATTGGTACTCCTGAACAAGAATCAGGAATCACTTCTTCATGTACATGTGCACATTGTACTAAGAGATTATCTGAAATAGATATCCTCTCAGATTCCGAGGATGATGATGCATTTTTGAACTTTGATTAATTATTGATTTAATAATTAATTAAAGTTGAAAAAAAATTTTATTATGCATACATAATTATTAAAAGTAATTATCAGCGAAAATGCAGAATACCACTGAAAATTTTCTTGAATTAGTTATTGAAAAAGAGCATGTTTCAACTCTTAAATACACCATAGAAATCGTTTGTTCACATAAATCTTGTAAAATTATTTTTGATTCTTCAACTTGTGAAGACAAAAATAAATCTAATATCATATTAATTTCGCAAGATGAAAATAAAAACTCTGTTTTTAGAGCAGAAATCAACGCAACTAAATTAAGATATTTTAATTGTAGTGTTCCAAAAGTAAATATTAATGTTTGTTCTCAATTATTAGCAAACGGTTTTAGTAAAATATCATCAAATGATCCTGTTATTATATATATTAAAAATACAAAGGATGAATTATTTTTTTATAATTTAGACAAGAATAATAATCATTATTGAATTTATGATTAACCAGAAATATTTTAACTAATTCACCACTAAAAATTGAAATAAATTTTTTTATTAATATTATTTAAACCGAAATAATATTAATAATGTCTTCCAAATTATATTTTAAGATAACAGATGAAAAAGAATGTGATTATGATTATCAATATGTGAATGGATTAAATATACTTAAAGGCGAATTTAATAATAATCCAATGGATTCATCTGTATTAGGAAGACTTTATTTTACTAAACCAAAATATATATGTAAATTTTTAGATAATGGAATATATTTAAGAGAAGTTTTTTTACCCATAAATGATCCAAATTTTGAATGGTTAGTAATTTTAAAACATTTAAGTATGGAAATAATTATAAAACTAATATGATTATATTAGGAAAAAGACGTGATTTAACAGATCCAGAAACATGGAAATATATGATTTCAGTAGGAGCAGATATTCATGTAGATAATAATTGTGCATTGGTATGGGTTTTTAAAAATGGATATTTAGTAGTAGTTAAGTATTTAATAGAATATAGAGCTGATATTAATGCAGTTGAAGATGCACTTTTCTGGGCTTCAAGAAATGGACATTTGGAAGTAGTCAAATATTTAATAGAAAGTGGAGCAAATATTCATGCTGATGATGATTTTGCATTAAGATTGCCTTGTGGAGAGGGATATTTAAAGATAATAAAATGTTTGTTAGAAAATGGAGCAAATATTCATGCAAAAAATGATGATGCATTTACATTGGCTTACGAAAATGAACATTTTGAAATAGTTCAATATTTGCTAAAACACAAAAAAGATTATGACAAGGTAAAAAATTGAAAAATAATTACAATGAAAATTAATATTTTATTAAATAAAATATTATTTTATTAAATAAAATGTTGAATGCTTTTATTTCTCAAGATCCCAAAAATAATTTTTTGCACTATTTAAATGATGCGAATAATGGAACCAAATACAATTTGACAAATGAATTAATTACATTAGAAAAAAAATGGAACGTTCCTTGTTCCGCTATATATATATTTACTAAAATGTTTGATAATAAAATTTGGGAAATTCCAACTAATGAATTATGTGAAGGTTTAATACATTTGTTTAAGGATTTACAAATACAAAAAATCAATGAATTAGCAGCAGGAAATGGTTTATTATCAGCTAGACTAAAATTCTTTTCAGAAAAATTAAATTATAATTTACAAATTACTTCATCTGATGGTATTACTAAACATTTTGGAAATCATAAATTTACTTACACTGAAGTAAATGATTTAAACGTTTATGATTATGATAAATCTGAACCAATTATTATTAGTTGGATTCATAATATGTTTGAAAAGGAATTATTATATTGTGTGAAAAAATATTCGCAAGATTATATTTTTTTAGTGGGTCAACATCCTGATAAAGAAAGTTATGGTAGTAATCATACATATTTATTTCATGAAGAAATATTATCATATGGTTATGACTATGTGATTCTACCTTTTAAACAAATGTCACAAGTCGATTATTATCATCATGATAAAATTAGAACTAATATTTATAATGATAGTAGAACATGTGTAACATTATATTACAAATTGTCTAAAAAATCTATTGTAGAAAAAGTTATTGGATCTTTAAAATATAATAATAGTTCACTTTTTGGAAATTATATTAGAGATAATAAAAAATATTATTTTCAAGACAAAAAATTAGTAAAAACATCTGATGAAAATATAGATAAATATATTAAAAACAATTACCATAATTTAAATCCAGAATATGTTTTTGGTTTAAAAAATTATGTGTTACAAAAAATAAAACAATTTATAGAAGATTTTCCAGATGAGTATAAATCTCTAGAAAATAGTGACAAACAATCATATTTGCCAACAGGATTATTTAGATATAATTTCAATAAAAATATTTTTGGTTCATTTAGTTGTGCTACATATACATTACCATCAACAATCTCTATTTGGGATATTAATGTGAATAATAGAATTTCCACAAAAACTATTCAAGCAAATTTTCACAATTATGCATATTAATAAATAAAATTGAAATTAATATACTTTTTATTGATATTATTTAATTAAATAATATCAATAATGTCATCTAAATTGTATTTAAAAATAACTAATAAAGATGAATGTCATCATGGTTTTCAATACCAAGACGGATTAAATATACTTGAGGGAAAATTTAATGATAATCCTAAAGAATTATGGGGACCAGGAAGATTATATTTCACTGAAGCAAAATACATTCACAATTATTTATACAATGGAATACATTTACGAGATGTATATTTACCAAAAAGTGATCCAGATTTTAAAATGATGGAGGATCCACGTGGAGGTGTATATGGAGCCAATATGATAATATTAGGAAAAAGACGTGATTTAAGAGATCCAAGTACATGGGATTATATGATATCAATTGGAGTAGATATTTATGCACAACATGACTTCATATGTGCATGGGCTTGTAGAAAGGCATATTTAGAGATAGTTAAATATCTTGTAAATAAAAGAATATTTACACGCAAATATAATATTAATAATATTGAGTTTATTTCAAAAAAAAATCATTATGCAATGTTTAAATATAACATAAAAAATGGAAAAAATGTAGATTTAATAGATATTGAGGCCTTTAAACATTTATTTAATTCTGAAAAAAACGAAATACTCAAATATTTAATAAATAATGGAATAAATATATATCTAGATAAAGGTGAAGCATTAATATATTCTTGTGAAAAAGGAAAATTAGAAATGGTTAAATATTTAATAGAAAATGGAGCAAATGTTCATGTGGAAAGTGAAAAACCATTAAAATTATCTTCAAGAAAAGGATATTTTGAAATACTCCAATATTTAGTAAATAATGGAGCCAATGTATCCATAGGTAATGATTATGTACTCAGACATGCAGTAAAAAATAGACATAAGGAAATGATTATATTTCTTTTAAAAAAAAGAGAAGAATTTACTAATCAAAAATTAGTACGACGTTTGATTAATAAATATGTTGTACCATCTATTAATAATTAAAAATTTTACCAAAAAATTGAAATCATTATTTTTATTAAATTTTAATAAAATAATATTAAATAATGTCATCCAAATTATATTTTAAAATAACAAATGAAAATGAAAATGAACCTGGATATTTTGATTTCCAGTATAAGGATGGATTAAATATACTCGAAGGTAAATTTAATGATAATGTTAATAATTTATATGGACCAGGAAGATTTTATTTCTCCGGTCCTGAAAATATATGTGGTGATATAGATGGAGGAATATATTTGCGAGAAATATATTTACCTACACATAATCCTGATTTTAAAATGATTAAAATTGGGAAAAAATATGGATCCAATATGATTATTTTGGGAAAAAGATATTTTTTAGGTGATCCGAAAACTTGGAAATATATGATAAATTCAGAAATAAATATTCGAATAAATAACGATTATGTTATAAAATATCTTGCCCATAAAGGATATTTGGATGTAATAAAATATTTACATAAATGTGGCTTAAATATACATACGGATAATGATTACGCACTAATATCAGCTTCTATTATGGGACACTTAAAAGTAGTCAAATATTTGGTAAAAAATGGCGCAAATGTTAATTGTGACAATGATAGTCCATTAGAATGTTCCTGTAGAAATGGACATTTTGACGTGGTAAAATATTTGGTTAAAAATGGCGCTAATATTCATGCATGTAATGAATCTGCTTTAAAATGGGCTGTTTCAATGAATCATTATGAAATAGTAAAATATTTAATTAAAAATGGTGCAAATGTTTTTGTAGATAATAATCATATTTTAAAATTGTCTTTGTATAAAGACAATTTAATGATGGTAACTTATTTGATTGGTTTAGGATTAAGTCTCGATGTTTAGAAATATTAATTATTATTATTAAAATAATAATTAATATTCATGCGGTATTTGCGGAGAGCAACTTGTATTGCAGAAAGGCGATGATATCTTTACTAGTAGGATTGTCACCCTTCTTCTCAATAAGAAAGTCCACATCATTGTCAGTAATGGTGATGTCAATATCTGCACACACTTTAATGTAAGACATAATTTCACGCCTCACAGCTACTTTCAACTGCTGTGTATAACCCTTATCCATAAGGATGGCAAAAGGATCCTGGATCAATTGCTGAGTAGACATATTATTAGATTAGATGAGTAATATGATAATGTATACAATACTGTATCTAATATATATCCTTTATTAAAGGAACCTTCTAACAATTCAAAAATCAATTTTTTTAATAAATAATTTGTAAATTTATGATAGATTCTGGAACATATTTCTTGAATCTCTTATATAAATTATATGAAATGGTCAAATGAGTAACAGATTCAGGAATACATTTTTTAATGCTCTGATTAAAATTTTTACCTAAAGTCAAATGAATAATTCCGTCAGGAATATTATCTTTAATGGGTTGATTAAAATTATTTCCAAATATTAGATATTTAACAGAATTCGGTATTACATCTTTAATAGATTTATTAAATTTTTGACCAAATTCAAGATATTCAATAGTATCAGGTAGTGGATAATTAATTTTATGATTGAAATCACGTCCAAATTTTAAATAATTTAATTCATTAGGAAGTGAATAATCAATATTACGATTAAAGCAATCTCCAAATGTTAAATGTTTTATATTAGCAATAGGATATACAGACTGATTAAAACTATATCCCAACTTTAAATGAGTAACAGAATTAGGAATAAGACCACAAATATTTTTATTGAATTTTCCACTAAAAGTTAAATGTGTTACACTATTTGGAATTTTACATTTAAGATCCTTATTATGGTACTGATCAAATTGTAAATTTGTAACAGTATTTGGAATAATAAAATAAACATTTTCTGAAAATGAATCACAAAGATATAAATGAGTTATTTTTTTATTTAATACTTGTGCAACATCAATATTATATTGTTTGTTATATCTTTGATGATCATTGGTTGCTTCTATATAATAATGTGAAAAAGATTCAAATATAGTTAATTTATAAATTTTATCTTGTGGATTTTGATCATTATCCAGAATTTGATATTCAAACATGTCTTTTACTTTTATTAGTGGTATATAATCAGGAATATTATTTTTAATTTTTTGAAATAAATAATATTTTACTTCCAAATACTTTAAATTCTGTAAAATATTAGTTCTAATATTGTGGTTATATTTTTCACTCAAAATGGTTAAATGAGTTACACTATCAGGAATATGACCATTAATATCTTGATCAAAAAAATAACCAAAAATTAAATGTGTTACATTTTTAGGAATAGCATTTTCAATTGGTTGATTAAAATGCCATCCAAATTTTAAATGTGTAACACTTTCAGGAATATCATTTTTTTTGATAGGTTGATTATAATCCCACCAAAATTCTAAATGAGTAACTCCGTTTGGAATAATACTTCTACCATTATAACAATAATGTACGTTTTTAAATTTATAAATATTTAATAAATGTTTGACTTTATAATATTCTAATTTTTTATGTATGGGAACATATTTTCTTAAATCTCGAATAAAAGTACTAGTTCTGAATAAACTTAATAAATCTTTTGTGTCCAAATATGATGCAATATTAATCCATAATTCAAAAGGTAGTAAATGAGACATTTATTGGTATTAGTATAAATGTTAATAATGATAATAATTTATTGATATTAGAATAAATACCAACAGTAATAATAATAATTTTTCAATTTTATGGATAAAATTGAAAAAAAATATTTATAAATTTATTACCATTTATATTTAAATTATAATAGATCATGGAGGAATACATTATTACGCCACAATTTCTTAATGAAATATTTAATAATAATGACACAAATAAATTTTATAAGTTGATAATTTCGAAAATAGATCGATGTGATTTTGATAATATTTTAACTTGGTGTAAAAAATATGATAATACTAATTTTAATAATATTTTATTTGATGCTTTTAATAATAAAGATATTCTTATCGGCAATAATATTTTGAATCATTGCGTAAAAATTTCATACCAAAAACTTATTGAATTTATGATAGAACATGTATTAAATAGTAAACAATGTTTACGATTATTTCATTATTGTTGTGACTATGGAAATATTGAACCTATAAAATTATTATTAAAACGTGGTATTGATATAAATCATGAAAATTGCAAGATTTTTGATATCGCATGTCGAAATCAAAATCCAGAAATATTAAAATTATTATTAGATCATGGATTACATATTGATTACAATAATGATAATATCAAATCAGGTATTACATTTATTATTCGGATGAAAAATATTGGGATTATAAAATTATTTTTAAGTTATGGTATTGATTTTTCATTTTTAAATAAAATTAGTCAAAAGGAAAGAATTACTCGAGAAGAAGAAATTATTAATATATTACAAGACCATGGAGTTTATATGTCCAAAATATACAAATTATTATTTTAAAATCATCGCTTTTTCACCACTGCAATAAAATTGAAATATTTATATTTAAAAGACGTCTTGTTAATTCATTTAGTATTATTTTGATAATACATTCATTATAGAAATATGAATTCTTTGACGGGATATAAAAAGGTGCTATGCTTTAGAATAGTTAAAGATGGTGAAAAAGATTATGGTTCTATAATTGATGATTATGATAATACTTCAATTATTTTAAGTTCAGAAAAACTAAGTGTAGCAACTGTCAAAACACCTCCAGCTAGTGAAATTATTTATTTAGATAGAGAATTGAGGTCTCCTCGTTTATACGTAGAGGAAATAAAAAATTTTAACAATAAAACTATTGATGACAATTACAGATGTTATGCTAATGGATATAGATTTATTGTTGGAAAAACAACATATTCAGAAAGTAGAATCAATCCAGGTATTCATTTTGATTTGACAGTTGATCAAGCCAAAAAAGACAAGTATTATTATTGATAATTTATACTTATTATTTGTCAATTAAATATTAATTGATAGATAATAATTGATTAATCGTTGAGAAAATTATATATGTCGAATAATAAAAAAAATTGAAAAATGAATATTTAAAACATTCCATAAAGTTTATCATATATATCAGTCATATAAGACTATAATACATCGATTTACTTGATAAATCATTACATTCACTCAACAATCAATCATGACCACTTCCATCATGTCTCTCGCTACTTCTGCTTACCGCTCGGCTGTCAAGTCTACCGGTTCTGTGAACATTTCTCAGATTGTGTCCAAAGTTCATGGATTCAACATCGACTTCTCGGAAACTGAGCAGGAATTTGTTTACCGTGAGCGTCGTCTCATGGCTCGTGAGATCTTCCAACAGATGAAGATCTTTAATGACGCCTTCCAGAATGCGCTGGATTACGAGTTTTACAAAGAAGATCTTCACACAGACTTGGCTCGAGAGATGCACTCCAACTTGGCCAAAATTCGTTCACAAATTCCTTTTCCCGCTGTCTATTGCCAGGGAGGTTATTATCGTGACTTCTTTGCTGGCATCAAGAACTTCAACGACATTGATTTGAAGTTTCCCAGTATCGAGTTTGCGGAACTCTTTCAGAAGCACTGCATTAGTCTTCCGTGTGAGGTTAAAACATCTGCTTCAGGATACTCCTCTGGATGCATTTCCCTCGAGTTGACTCACAAGGATTTCAATCACATCAAGCTTCCAGTTGATCTCGGATATCTCAATGATCGAGATTATTTCCCACAGTACTTTGACATGGATGTCAACATGCTCACATCCACCTTAGATGTTGATGATCCCGAATTCATGAACTCTCTTCAAATTGCCAATCCTGACTGTGATCTCGAAACAGCGATTGAACACTGCATGAACAGAAGCTTTGTCGTCTTTTCCAAGCATGGTAAGTCAATTCTAACACACGAACATCCTCCCATCACTGCAAAGTACAATGAGGAAGGTTTGATTACTGGACTTCAGTACGACATGCACACATATGGGATTCATGACTGCATTTACTTTGACTCCAGAGCCAGAAAGCTGAGGACACGAATTGAGAAGATGCAAGAACGTGGTTGGATCCGCTTGAACACCGATTGTCAGAATCCCATGTGTGTTCTTGCATCGGCAAAGCTAGTGGGTGATCTTCAAGCCTATTATGAAAGGGAGAAAGAACAAAAGCGAAAGGAAAAGTTGAGCAAATTGAAGAGGAGAGAACAACGGCTTCAAGAAAGCATTCTCATGTCCATGTCTAGGATTCCCGGATACATTCCTCGAAAGACAGTGAACAGGATGAGTCATGAGTCTCGAGTCAAGGGACATCAAAAGGACCTGCTTCGAAAGGAACGTGTCAAGGTAAAGAAGCAGTTTCTTGATCGTTTCAAGGAGAAAAAGACTCGAAAACATATTCGTTTCGAGTGAAAAATCATTCGCTCTTTGTAATAATAATCAAAATTAATTTAAATTAATTTTGATTATTATTGCAAAAAAATTGATTTTATAATTTTAAAAGAATGTTATTAAATTAAGAATATAATTATCCAAGAATGCAATTCTTTGGTGATAAGATAAATGAATTAAGATCAGACATTAATGATAATATTCGATTTACATCTGGTGTTCATGTAACAAGATTATCTACACGAGCATATAAAAGAGTGTCTTGTGTAAATAAAGACAAATTATCAGAAAAGAAAAAAGCCATAGCTATTTTGACAATTCCTCCGGGATCTATAGTGGTTAAACCATTTGGTGGTGTAGATCAAGTGAGAACCGATCGTGTTTATGTAGAAAAAATAGAAGATATGGATGGTAATACATTAAATAATCATATATGCGAATCTCCAGCTTATTATAACGGTGTGTTTTATAAAAAAGGATCTATTGTAATGCCACGTCGTGGTGATCCACTAGATGTTGATCCTTCTAAAATACATGTGTCGGGCATTCATTTATTCTTCCATAAAAAATCTGCAAGAGATCGTTTTATTGGTAGTTAATTATAATCATTATTTAGAATGATTATAACTAATAATTCTCTTTCAAGAATCTTACTATGCATGGATTGGTCCGCGCAGAAGAATCTTTGGGAACACTTTTTGGATCAGCTCCATATTTAATAAGTATTTTGAGATTTTCAATTTGACCATTATACATCACCCATTCAAGTATATGACTTGATTTCCAATCAGCACCTCTTTCAAGTAATTTTACTAACATATCACTATCATTATCACGCACACATTGTTTCAAAAATGTGTAGTCATCATAATTTACATCTATAAATGGTAATAATGCATCTGTTTTTTCTCTTGAAAAATTATATAATTCAATAAATTTTTCATTAAGATTATCGGTTTGTAGATCAGTTCCTAAATCTTCATGGAATAATTGATATAAAAAATTCCGAGTTTTTTCTTTGATAATATTTTCATCCATATCCAAATTTAATTCTTGTTTAATTATTTCCACAATTTTTTTATGTGCCAAAAAAATTTTGTCTTCCATTTGTTAAATATTTAGTGATAATAATCCCAACATAGTTATATTTATCAACCATTATTATATCAATTTTATTGAACGATAATAAAATTGATAATATTATTTATTATAAAAATTACATTAAGAATATTTTATTATTATAAAAATGAAATACATTAACGAAAATATACTTGATTTAGGAACAACTGAGTCAGAAATTTATAGAAACCTAAGGACTATTTTTCATTATATTTGTCATCAAATTCATTTAAATGGTGCAAAAATGAGCAGTCTTTATAAACATATAGAGGTTGATTATATTTCTGATTCTATTTTTACTCCTAATAATATACAAGATGGTAAATATTATTACATAATAACAAAATTTAATGAATCATATTTTTTAGATCCAGATTCTGATTATGATTTTAACACAGAATTATTAAAAGAATTGGGAAAATACTTTGAAGAAAAATCCGCCAAAAATTTAATTATAAAAAATATACATGGGTTGACATTGATTAATAATAATGGTATAAATAATGATATAGGAGGTATTTCAGATTTAGATTGGAAATTATATTTTTGGGATAAATTTGTTGTCCAGAAAAATCGAGAGTTAACATTCCATAATCTAATTATCGCAGCTTTTAAAATTAAAAGTCACAAGTTTGATTTTTGGTATGAATTGTTTATTGATTTGAAAGAGGAAAACTTGCTTATTTGTCATCATTCAAATTCTAAAAATAGATGGATAGAAATAACAGCTGTGGTAGAATTTGATCATGGGTCTTAATATTTTTAGTTATAATTTATTTACAATTAAAAATATTAATAAACAACCTCAGCTTCGATTGTCATAATAAATTTCCAAACAAGCACAATAAGATAAAAAATATTATCTTTTGTGTATTTGGACACAGAAATTTTTTATTCAAACAAATGTCCATTCTTTAAATATGTTGTTTAACAAAAATATTAGGAAAGTATTTATTTTTAAAATTTTTCGAAGAAAGAAACCAATTTTTAATAAATTCATAAAGTCTAATTTTATTTGATGCACTAATTTTACCTCCATTGGTAAGTTCATAAATTAATGTATCAATTTGTTCTAGGGTATTATTTACAGCTCCGCTGTAAATATTACGCCTAGAAACATTTTCGGTTGTGTTCACTAAAATAGAAGATGATTTAAAGACGTGAAAATTTTTCATTAATATTTAAATCTACTTGAGATTCGATGGTTGATTGAATTAAGTTAATTGTATTTCATCTAATCCGGATTCATTAAATAGTTTTTTTATGACTTTAGAACATCCATTAGGATACATAATTTATAATGTTAATTAAATAACAAGATTAATGGAATAAGATATTTTATTTCAATTTTAAAATTATCCGATATTAAATCCCTTATATATAACACTTGAAGCTTCTTTTAATTGATATATTGTGCCATCATTTAATTCGGTAATGGTGGGATTCATTTTTTCTAAAACCTGAGCAATAACATCAATATTTTTACTCAGTAAATAATCTTCATTTTTATCCAAAGCGCAAAAATAATTTATACCTTGGGAAAGTGCGATTTCTTTATTGGGAGCAGATACGCAAAGTGAAATATTTTCAATAACAATATATTCATCTTTAAGAACTCCATGATCTAAGGTCATATTTCCTCTTTTCTTTAAAAAATGTCTAGGTAATCCATTCCAAGAAACAATATACATAGTCATATTAATTCCATGATTCATTATCTTATTCCATAATTAATATTTTTATTTTTCAATTATTTAAACAATTTCTTTACAATTGGGAAATAATTTAGATTTTTATAATCAAAATTAATTAGAATTAATTTTGATTATCCTGTATTAAAGTCTCAATATACTTAATAAGATCAATATTTGGCTTTCCGTAAACATTGGCATGATAAATTAATCTTTTACCATATTTTTTATAATTTGCACCATATTCAATTAATATTTTTAACATTTTCAAAGAACATTTTTTTGCTTGAACAAACAATACATTTATAAACTCTTCATCATATTTTGTTTTTTGAAATAACCATTCAAGGCAAATTTCAAAATATTCATCATAATCACCTCTGTCAAGTAAAATATAAATAAAATCAATCACAAGTTCTATATTGTAATTATTTAATAAAATATGCTGTAAAATAGAATTACGATATTTATGATATGATAAATAATAAAATAATTCTTTTATAATCTTATCAGATATTTGTATAGATTCATATAAGCAACGATATTTATCATAATCAGGGGACGAATAATTAATTTCATCAAGACTAATTTCTTCACTCAATGTTGTAAAATAATCATATAATATTTTGAATTTATCTGGTTTGTTTTTAAGAATGCAATACTCTAAAATATCATACACTGATATTTTTTTTATTTTAATATTTTTGTACTTTTGATTATTTTCGTATGAGAAAATTTCCATGACACATTTTTTATGGTTTTTTAAAATATGCTTAATTATTGAATCACTAAATGAAACACAATTATCCAACGCATAACAAATAAAATTATAGTCAAAACAATTAATTATCTTTTTTTGTGAGTCAAGACAGATATTTTTTTCTTCACACTCCAAATATGACAACAAATATTTTTGTAGATCAAACCACACATTTCTATATTTTTTTAAAAAAGGTAATAAATATTTTATAAAAATTTTCAAATGATAATTCATTTCATTATCCACAATAAAATCTAAATATTTTTCATAAAATAAGTGACAAATATTTTTCGCTATTATTGGTTTTTTTTCATTTGCAAATATTATTTTTACTACTTTTGGAAAGTCATCTGATTTTATTATCAAAACCAACTTACCAGTTTCCTCTATTTTTTTTGACAAAATAATTTTTTTATTTTTATCCAAACAAGGCGAAAAAAAGTAAATACTTTTTTTATATTTCTTTAAATATTTATCTTTAAAATATTTAGAGTATTTGGGATTAATAGTAATACGAAAATCCATATTATTAAACACTTGAAATAAATAATTGTGAATAATAAAAAATCAATTTTTCAAACTAACAATTCAAAACTAATTACAATTAACATATAAATTATTTTAACAATCATATTTGTTTTTATCTTGATTTCTTGAATAAGATTTTCCATTTAAGACTATTGTCGGCGTAAATTTATCCAAATTCATTTTTATAACTTCTCTTATGGGTATTTTATTTATCAAATATTGATCATTATCATTTATTGGTGGTTTAGATTTCTTCCCTGTTTCTAACTTAGATAATTTTGGTAATACATTACCAATCATTACTGCATTAAATGTATTAACTCTTTCAGTATATGGTTCTTCATATTCATCATCATTATAAATATCATATTTCCATGGGAAAGGACACAAACAATCTCTACTTTTATTTTTACATTTACAATTAGTGCGAGACATTGTAGTTGACTCGAATAAATCGGTTTTAAAACGTGTATGATTGTATTCATTTAATTCTGCCCACATATGTAAAATTTTTCGTTCAAAATTTGATTTAGCATTTACAATTATCACTTCGCCAACTTTCGGGCGATTGATTTCAAGTATCTTTTCCATTTGTTAATATTAATGTAATAATTTATTAAATTAATATTTTATACTTCAATTTTAATTGTGTGGATAACCTTCAAATTCATACATGACAGATCCACTATTAACTATCGCATTTTCAGGTTTTCTACCATTATAATTATCTGGACATTCTGCTCCATGTGATTCTAATATTTTTACAGATAAGAAACTTTCTAATTCTTTTTCTTCATAAATTTCCCCAAAATTACCGTAACGAAATCCTGTCTTATTTTCTCTGTAAAATATTTCATTGTGTCTTGCATTAAAAAGAGGTGTTTGACCTCTACTATCACGATCTTTAAGTTTACTTAACATTTGTGGTTTAGTTAATAAATATCCCATAACATTTGAGCATATTGAATGATTTAATGATACATTATCATAATTCGTTTTAAAATTATCATCAAAAAACTTGAGTGACAATAATTTTTCACTACAGGTCATTTTATCACTACCTAATAGATCATTAATAGTATTTGAATTAACAACTACTGGACCCATTTTATCTTTGAAATAAGTTAAATTAAACCTTTTATATTTTTCTTGTTCGGCATAATGTCTAAAGTTCTCTTCCATCACTTTTGGAGTAAATCTACTTTCATCATTCAGATATTTTTTGAATGCGTCAAATTTTTCTAGACAATCTCTACTACAACGGTACATAAATTGCTCAATTAAATAATGGTCAATATCCGGTTCAAGTTCTAAGAATAGATTAAAAATTTCTAGATCACTACTTTCAATCACATTCATAAAATATTTCTTGGGATCATCAAAATCATTGATGTCGGGATCATGAACTTTCAATGATTTCCATTTGTAATATTTACTCAAGATATTTTTTACCTGGTCACTTTCATTTTTTACGATGGCTCTTTTTAAGGGAGTTTGATTGAGTTCATTTTTGACTTGAGATTCATCAGCCAAATTATTTCCATGTAAACGATTAATACGCCTCATTATTAATTTAATGAATGATATTCATTAAATGGATATGCATTTCTTTACAATTATTTTTTCAATTATTTTTATGGTTGACATAATAACCTATATTTTATAAACTCGTGTAAAAATTGAAATATTTAATATCATCAATTATATGTTAATCATATGTAAAATAAAAAATGGATAACCCACTAATTAAGCATAAATTAGATACATATGATTATGAATTTATAAAAAATTTAGTAATATTAGCCAATTCTGATAAATCTGACAAATTAGTAAAAGATCAAGTCGTTGATATTTTTAATCATTATGGATTATTTAATTTAATAAAAAAGTATATAGATATTTATAATTGGTCTGATATTATTTTATTAGCTAAAAATGATCAACGATATGTTTATGTCTTATTATGTTGTTGCAAAAGATCTAGTAAGGAATTGGATGTATTAAAAAAAATAGTTCCAAATGTAATTATTCAAGCTAAGAAGGGAAATGCGTTAGCTCAAAATAATTTAGGATATTTATATAATTCTGGAATAATTTTAGGGGAAAATTTAACAAAATCAAGAAAATATTATAAGAAAGCAGCCGATCAAAATCTTCCACAAGGTTTATATAACTATGGTTTAATAAATAAGTACGATAATGAAAAAGAATTTATAGCTTATATGAAAACTGCACAAAATGTTTCACCAATAGCATGTTATCAATTGGGAATATATTATGTGGAAAAAAAGAATAATCAAGAAAAAGGTATTAAATATTATACTAAAGCTGCTAGTAATCATTATGAAGGTGCGCAAGAAATATTAGGTGACTACTATAAAAAAATAAATATTGATCAATCAATTTATTGGTATACATTAGGAGCAAAACAATATATTACTACTTGTGCAGCACATTTAGTAACAATATATACTAATATTAAACCGGACCCAATTAAATACAGTTATTGGAATTCAGAATATGAAAAAATTAATAAGGAAAATAATATTTTGAAAATTAACAAAGAAAATACATATATTAATTTTCAAAACGAACCGGTTAAATTTATTAATAATGTAGAAATTGTTTTATAATTATTTTATTACATAATAAAATAATTAATTAACCATATTTACACAAATTTTTTGTCTACACCAACCAGTTTGTGATGGATAACTTTCCATTATATAAATACATGTATGACCTTCATACCTTAATTTTTCTACGAATGCATCTTCTTCAGCCTGTCGACGTTTCATATCTTCATACATTAATTTATCTTTACAAACATCTTGCATGCACCATTTGAATTTATGATTATTCATACCTATAATCATACAACATTCGTGATCCTTTTTCTTTAAAAATTTACATAGTTGTTTCATAATTACTGGAGTTTTATTTTGTTTATTAGAAATTGTGGATTCATTTGAATTATTAACACATATATCTTTCATGCACCAGTCAAGTTTATATAATTTTTCATCGGATAATATTTTAACACATGTATGATTATTTTCTTTTAAAAAATCAGCTACTTGATTTATGATATTAGGACACTTATTATTTTCCATAATCTAATATAATATGAATATTTCTTTAAATAAAATTGAAAAAAAAATATATAATGTGGTTTATAATATTTTATGATAAATAACTGATAATATCACATCATAAATAATATGGAAATGATGAATTTAGTAGAAAATGAAAATGATATTGTTAAATACCTATTAAATAACGAAAATAAAAATAATAAAATTCCTGATGGTGTAACTCATTTAGAATTTAGTAAAAAATTCAACGAGAATATACATAATATTTTTATACCAACTAGTGTAACTCATTTGATTTTTGGATTTTATTTCAATCAACCCCTAGAAAGATACTTGCCTGATAATATTACTCATTTAACTTTTGGTTCATTTTTTAATCAACCTATTAAAGGATGTATACCTGATAATGTCACGCATTTAACTTTTGGATGTCTCTTTAATCAATCCATAGAAGGATGTATACCTGATAGTGTCACACATCTGACTTTTGGAAATAGTTTTAATCAACCCATCAAAGGATGTTTACCTGATAGTGTCACTCATTTAACTTTTGGAAATAGTTTTAATCAACCCATCGAAGGATGTTTACCTCATTGGTTAACACATTTAACTTTTGGAAGTGATTTTAATCAATCCATCGAAGGATGTTTACCTGATAGTGTCACTCATTTAACTTTTGGAAGTGATTTTAATCAATCCATCGAAGGATGTTTACCTCATTGGTTAACACATTTAACTTTTGGAAGTGATTTTAATCAACCCATCAAAGGATGTTTACCTAATAATGTCACACATTTAATTTTTGGTGATAAATTTAATCAATCCATTAAAGGATGTATTCCACCAAATGTCAAACACTTGGATTTAGGATATTATTTTAATCATTCTGTTGATAAAAGTATTCCTAATAATGTGATTTATTTAAAGTTTAGTAACAAATTTAATAATTCTGTAGTGGATAATATTCCTCCAAATGTTACACATTTAATATTTGGAGATTACTTTAATCAACCCATTAAAAGATGTATTCCATTCGGAGTTGAATATTTAAAATTTGGTAACTATTTTAACCAATCTATTGAAGGATGTATTCCATCTAGTGTTAAACATTTAATTTTTGGTGATTACTTTAATCAACCCATCAAAGGATGTATCCCAAATAGTGTTAATTATTTAGAATTCGGATTTGGTTTTAGTCAAACAATCAAAAATTGTATTCCAGAAAGTGTCACACATTTAAGTATGTTTAATACAAATTGTTCCAATGAAACATATATTCGTCCTGATATTAAGTTTGATTTATATTATACAAATATCCGTTGACAAATATCTTTTTAATTTTACAAAATATTTTAGCCACCAAAGATATTAATAAAAATTGAATAATATTTATATGTTTATATTTATATTATTTAAGATTGACAAATGCCAAAAGATGTGTATGATTTATATAATGATATACTATGTCCAAGTTGTGAGGGTCATTATAGACAATTTAAGATTGGAAAATAAAATTATTTTATTTTGTAATGGTTGTTTAAAATTTTGGTCTGATCCAAAAAAAATCGGTTGAGGTGATAATTATAATGCTTTCTATTATCATTTACAACAATTAGTTTCTTTAGATATATTAGAAATCATTTCTAGTCCATGGAATAATTTATTAAAAAATAATCCATTTTATTATTTAAAATTAAGAACAAGTATAATTTATTATGGATGTTCAAATGAAGACGAATAATAAAATGTTTATATTTTTAAATAAAAATTGAAATATTTTTACATAATAACATTCACACTAGTTTATTACAATAACATAGCAAAATGGACAATAATACAGGTTCAAAATATTATGCTATTTATAATAAAATTGCAAAGGATTATTATAATCCCCTTTATAGATCTGGTTTAAATACAGATACTATTTATGAAATTTTAGAAAATGATGTATTTCCTACACAAATTGGCGTAAACTTTGTATCAGTTGATGATATATTTCAACAACTTGTTTTAGGTACACATATTGCACAAGTTACCATACCAAATGAAGTAGACATTCATTATAATGAAAAAAATTTGGCATACCGTGCGGATATGTGTATTATTGGAGAGTTGATGGAATTTTATAATAATGATACTATTGAATTTTTAATTAAAAATGGTGCAAATATAGAGAAAAGTGGAAATTTATTGTATTGGGCTTCATATTATGGATATTTAGATATTATTAAATTAATTATAAAATCATGCACTAATCTTACAAAATTTAAAGATATGAATGATTTAACAATATACGAAAATATTATTTCAAGTCAAAATATTATACAAAACATCGAGCCTGCTAATATTTGCGCCTTGATAGCAACAGCACGAAATCATTTGAATATTATTAAATATTTAATGGAAATTGGATTTGATATTCATTTTGATAATAATTATTGTTTAATGTTATCAACAATATATGGTCATAATGATATTGTTGAATATATTAAATCTACAGGTTTAGATATAAATGATCATATCGATAAATGCATTTATTTATCGTTAAATGGTGATAATAAAATGTCTAATATTTATTTGATTACTAAATATTTGGTAACGGTTGGTATCAATAAAAATTTATTGCATCAGATATTATTATCAGCATGTAAAAATGGTTATTTTAATGTTGCTAAATTGATAATTAGATCAGGAATTAAGCCAACAGATTTTTGTTTAAAAATAGCTTGTGAAAATAATCATTTTTCTGTTGTTAGATTATTGACTAAATATCCACATACCAAATTAAATGTTGGTATGGATAATAATTATTGCATTACCCAGGCCAAATATCATAAAAATAAACAAATGGAAGACTATTTGATGGCTTTAATATAAATAATATAATCATTATCTAGTAAAAAATTGAAATTCTATTAATAAGATTAACCCAATATTTATAATTATATATCAAAGACATAGTCTTTAGTAAAATGGCTTCATGGATTGTTTCTGGTGACATTAAAAAATATATTAAGGAACATATAAATGAATCTAGACTTTTGGATGAAATTAAGAAACTGGATATTAATGATGTTAATTTACTTACACAAGCAGTTGCTATTGATTGTAATTGTTCATGGGATTTTGAAGATTGTGAATGCACTTGTGAAATTATTAATCAAGTTGAATGTTTGGATTTTGCTCGAATTGTATTAAAGATAACAGGTGGTTTCATCACATCTGATAGTTTAATTGATATGTATAGTCATATCATGTTTATGCTCTCAAGTGATAATTTTGATTTTCCAGAAGAATGGGATTTCTGTTTTACAAACAGACAAGTTCTCATTACAAGATCTCTTATTAATAATCCACAAGAAGTGAATATAATAAGAGGTATTCTCTTTTATCCCCATGAATTACCATTTATTAATAAACTTATTGTGAATTACATTTGTTATAGGAATCCAGTGATTCTTTTTTATGATTAAGCAAAAAATTATCATTATTATTATTATTTTATTTAATAAAATAATAATAATAATTTTTGATATATTTATAATTTATCCTATAAAGATTAAATAATAGGTTTTTTCAACAAAAAATACATATTTACTGAGCCAATATTTATATTAAAATATATTAATTAAATAAAATATTAAAAAAATTGAAAAAAAAATTATATAAATGCTTCCATTAAAAAAAAGAATAATATCAGGTACAAAATAAAGTACAAAACAAACAATACCACACAATGTCAACCAAGAAAATTACTTTTTCTCAGCGTCGTGCGTTCGAAAAGATGTTTTCGGACCTTGACAACATCACAGATGATCAACGTGATCAGATGTCTGAAGAGGAATACCAATCTTTCGCTCAAGAGTACGAAAAATTGCATTCGATTCTTTGGCCATCATCCACACTCCGTGTTCCCAATCGGATGCATCCCACAAAGAGAGAAGAAAGGAACAGACAGGAAAGGGAACTCCAGTGAAAAATCATTGGAACAAAAAAAAGCCACTAAAATAAAAATCAAATATTTTAAATATTAAAATATTTAGTTTTTTGGAAAATATTAACAAATACAAATATACACGAATGTCTAACATATTTAGAATCTGTAGATCATTTTAATCAATCCTTAATAAGCATAAAATTTTTAAAAATATGGAAATAAATACAATAAAATTGAAAAATAAAATGATAAAAGGTTCTATCATAATAATAATATTTATCAGACACAAACGAGTCTAAAGATAATAAAATTTAAATGAACACTGGTAAGAATCAAGTTTTTTCTAAGAATCAAGTTTTTTATAAGAATCTCAAATATTATTTTTCTGCCAGTACAATTGAAGTTTACAGTGGGGATCTGAAGGTGGGTTCTGTTGAATTTCAATTGCCTAAACTTGAGGCAACTACCAACGGTTCAACTGTCGAGATCAAACAAAAAGATTCTGTTTTCATCTGCATTTGTATAGTTCCGGAAAGAGCAGTTGAGAAGCTAAATAGCTGGTACAGATGTTGCATGAACGATTGTGATGATCATGATTTTATACCTCATGACTTGGTCCAGTTCCCCGACGAGATTCTGTATGATCTGCCAGCAATCAAATGGTATTCTCGCAAAGATCTTGGAACTTCCATTTCAGATCTCTGGAATTGTTGGGAAGCCATTCAACAATACTTTTAATCTTCACAAATAAATAAAAATAATTTTGTTTATTTATGATAATTTAAAAAAAGATACCCATGATATAAATTAAATGGAAGATCTTGATAAATTAAGCAATAAAAATATAATACTTGAAAAGATTTAAAAATTATAAGTTTGATAAAAATTAAAAAATAATAATTTTAAATTATATAATATTGATTAAGGATAATATCATTGGTGTATAATCTCTATAACTTGCATAAATTATTTTATTACATTTCAAGATTAAAAATATCATTAAATGTTTTAACAAAAGATGTCATAAATTCTCGTAAATCATTATAAATAATACTACATCCAAAATTACTATCCTTTGAATAACCACTTACTGATATTTTATTATTTTTATTAATAACAGATACACCTCCTGTCCAAGATTTAAATTTAATAATTCCACTACCATCATATAGTTTCTGAATTTCATCAAAAACTGTCGCACGATTAAATACACTTTCAGAAAAACGTAAACTTTGTTGCTCGGATTGTAGAAACCTTCTACAAATATTTATAAACCATTATTATTAAAACAAATTTGTATATCGTAAAGAAGATCCACTGGGTGAAAAATAGCATTATAACTAATTGATGTCATTATTATTATTATTAATATGATTATTATTTTTAAATAAGATGTGTGTATAATACATAATTAATAATTATCTCACCAACCTAATAAAAATTGAAAAGAGTCAATATTATCACATCAACTCATATCATAATTATAATAATGTCTCGTAAATTATATTTTAAAATAACTAAAGAAGAATGTCATCATGATTTAAATATACTCCAAGCAGAGTTTAATAATAATAAGAAAGATTTATGTATATCAAAAAAACTTTGTTTTACTAAACCAAAATATGTATGTAAATATTTAAGTAATGGAATTTATTTACAGGAGGTTTTTCTGCTGACAGATAATCCAGATTTCCAAATGATAAAATCTCCTTCTGGAGATGGCTATGGTGCGAATATGATTATACTAGGTGAAAAACGGGATTTAAGGGACTTGCAAACATGGAAATATATGATTTCAGTAGGAGTAAATATTCATGTTAATAATAATAAAGCATTAAGATTAACTTCTAAAAATGGACATTTTGAAATAGTTAAATATTTAGTGGAAAATGGAGCTGATATTCATGTTTATGATGAATATGCATTGAGACTGGCTTCTGAAAATGGACATTTTAAAATAGTCCAATTGTTAATAGAAAATGGAGCAAATATTCATGCTTGTGATGATGAAGCATTAGGACTAGCTTCAGCAAAAGGACATTTGGAAGTAGTCAAATATTTGGTAGAAAGTGGAGCTAATATTTATGCTACTGATAATTACGCATTGGCACGGGCTTCTATAAATGGACATTTGGAAGTAGTTAAATATCTAGTGGAAAATGGAGCCAATGTTCATGCTAAAGATAATTATGCATTAAAAAAGGCTTCAGAAAATGGATATTTGAGTGTAGTCAAATATTTAGTGGAAAATGGAGCTAATATTTATGCAAACAATAATTATGCATTAAGAGGGGCTTCTCAAAATGGATATTTAGAAACAGTTAAATATTTAGTAGAAAGTGAAGCAGATATTCATGCAGATAATAATTATCCATTAAGATCAGCTTCTGAAAATGGACATTTAGAAGTGGTCAAATATTTAGTAGAAAACGGAGCAGATATTCATGCGGGTGATGATTATGCATTAAGATGGGCTTCTACGAATGGACATTTACAAGTAGTCAAATATTTAATAGAAAAAGGAGCAGATATTCATGCGGGTGATGATTGTGCATTAAGATGGGCTTCAGAAAATGGACATTCAGAAGTAGTCCAATATTTAGTAGAAAAAGGAGCTAATATTCATGCTGATGATGATTACGCATTAATATTAGCTTCAGAAAATGGACATTTGGAAGTAGTCAAATATTTAGTGGAAAATGGAGCTGATATTTATGCTAATGATGAATGTGCATTAAGATGGGCTTCTTATTATGGACATTTAGAAATAGTCCAATATTTAGTAGAAAGTGGAGCAAATATTCATGCAAAAGATGATAGAGCATTAGGATGGGCTTCTTATTTTGGACATTTGGAAGTAGTCAAATATTTAGTAGAAAATGGAGCTGATATTCATGCAAAAAATGACCATGCATTAAGATTAGCTTCAGTAAATGGACATTTAGAAATGGTTAATTATCTCACCAACCTAATAAAAATTGAAAATAATTAACATTATTATATTTATAATAGCATAATTATAATAATGTCTCATAAATTATATTTTAAAATAACTAATGAAGAAGAATGTCATCATGGTTTCCAATATAAAGATGGTTTAAATATACTCGAAGGAGAGTTTAATAATAAGAAAGAATCTTGTGTATCAGGAAGATTATATTTTACTAAACCAAAATATATATGCAAATATTTAAGTTATGGAATTTATTTACGGGAAGTTTTTTTACCGATAAATGATCTAGATTTCCAAATGATAAAAGATCCTCAAGGAGATAAATATGGAGCAAACATGATTATATTAGGTAAAAGACGTGATTTAAGAGATTTAGAAACATGGAAATATATGGTTTCAATGAGAGTAAATATTTATGCTGATAATAATGATGCATTGAGATGGGCTTCTGAAAATGGATATTTAGAAATAGTCAAATATTTAGTGGAAAATGGAGCCAATATTCATGCTGATGACGATCAAGCATTAAGATGGGCTTCAAGAAGTGGATATTTAGATGTGGTTCAATATTTAGTGGAAAATGGAGCAAATATTCATGCAAAAAATGATTATGCATTAAGATGGGCTTCTGATAATGGATATTTGAAAGTAGTCAAATATTTAGTGGAAAATGGAGCCAATATTCATGCTGATGATGATTATGCATTAATATGGGCTTGTTATTATGGACATTCTGAAGTGGTTAAATATTTAGTAGAACGTGGAGCTGATATTCGTGCCGATGATGATTATGCATTAAGATGGGCCTCAGAAAATGGACATTTAGAAGTAGTCAAACATTTAGTAGAAAGTGGAGCAAATATTCATGCTGATGATAATTATGCATTAAGACGGGCTTCTAGATGTGGACATTTTAAAGTTGTCAAATTTTTAATTGAAAATGGGGCAGATATTCATGCTGATAATGATTATTCATTAAGATGGGCTTATAAAAATAGATATTCAGAAGTGGTTAATTATCTTAAAACTTTATCAAAAATTGAAAAAAAATAACAATTACATATTTGTATTGTCATAATTATAATAATGTCACAAAAATTATATTTCAAAATAACTAGTGAAGAAGAATGTCAAAATGGTTTAAATATTAATCCAAATAATTATGTAAACAATACACAAAAACGTTTGTCATATTATGATTACATTCATAGAGAACTTATTCCATTTCCTGTTGATGATAATATGAGATCCATACCTAATATGGCAGATGGATTTATAGCTTCACAAAGAAAAGTATTTTATGGTCAAACATTTAGTGGAAAATGATAAAAATGTTCATGCAAATGATAAAATATTTCCTTTATATTACAAAAATAATAACTGTATCCAAAAATTAAGCGTCCAAAATCAAATATTTATCATTATATAGATAAAATTGAATTATACTTGAATATATTAAGTTCTTGTATTATTTTGTATTGATTGTGCTGATAGTGGCATTATGATTGTAAATTTCTTCTAATAACATTCCAAAATTTTAATAATAATAATAATCCCAATAATACTCAATAACAAAAATCGTCAAAAATTCCAAAAGAAACAAAGAAATCATTTGATCATATTTGAAAGACTGGACATTTTGATTATTCTGTGACAACAACACCAATTATCATGATGTTTCAAAAAAATAAAAAATATTTGAAAAATTGAAAAAATAATACACTGGAATCCTCACTTATCTATTTGTCCAAAAGTAACTCTATGAGAAGAAATTCACCTCAACACTTTTATAATTCTGGAACTCATTATACAGTATATCCTATTACTGGATATAAATTAGTTATGTGTTCACTCAGTAATGGAGGTAGTTTTAAATTTACTGAACAACCATTTTTTGCATTGGCAACTGTAAAATTAAAGGACGTGTCAGAACATCAGAAATTTATGTTGAACAAATAGAAAAAATAGATGGAACTATTGTTGATGATAATCATATACGTTTTCATCCAGTTTTTTCTTTTGATACTACTGATTATAAAATCGGAAAGAGTATTAAATCTGTAAGAGATTTAGATACCAATTGTAATAATATTAATAAACTAACTGATCATTATGTATTAATCTTTTTTTGATAGATAAAAAAGATTTAATTAATACAGCAAACTAATTAATTATATCTACATAAAAAATTATGTAATCCAATATAATAAATTTGAAAAAATAATTGTTTACAGATAAGTTATTAATTTGAATAAATTAATAACTTATGTCCTATAAAATAATAACAACAGAATTATTAGATAATATATTTAAAAACAATGATAATTGTGCTTTTAGAAAGTTATTAAAATCAAAATTACGTGATAATGATATGACAAATATTATTTATCATTGTGCTAAATATAACAATTTAGATTTTTTTGATATTTTATTTGATGAATTAAAAAATATGAATGAGAATATGTCATTTCATATTTTAAATGTGTGTCTTCGAACATCTAATTATATTTTATCTCAATATGTCATTAATCAACAATTTGATACCAAAATATATTCAAAATTATTTGTGGAATTATGTCATGATTATGATGCTGAACATATTGAATCTTTAAAATTATTATTAAATAATGGTGCTGATATAAATTATAATAATGGTTACGTATTTATTAACGCATGCAAATCAGGACACTTAAATGTTTTTAAATTTTTATTAGATCATGATTTGATTATTGATTATAATAATCCTAATATAGTGACAGGTATTGAAACTATTATAAAAAGACGAAATTTTAAAATTATTAAATTATTATTAAAATATGGATTTGATTTTTCTTTTTTAAATAAAAACAGAAAAATATCTAATAAAAATGATATAGATATTATAAATATATTAATAGATCATAATATTGACGTTGTTAATATTATCAACTTAATGTCTAAATAAATATTCTAATAATTTATTAGAATATTTGTTTTTGTCTAATTTTTTGGTATTGCATATTGACGACAATATATGGATTTATTATTGGAACTTGAATCATATATATTTTACAATATTTAATCAAAGTTTTTTGTTTTGAAATTGATAAAGTATATTGGCTAAAATATTTATTATCAAATTTTTCATAATATACACATCATGAATTATATTGTTGTTGAGACATATTATTGATAGTATCTTGATCTAATTAATAATATATAATATATTATTTAAAAATAATGACACAAGAAAAATACAAAAATCATTTTAAAAAATATGAAACGGATCAAAATTATATTCCATATATAAATCGTCCATTAGGTTGGGTTAACGCATTTATTAATGAATATACTAGTCCTAACACAAAAATAGGATTAGCATTATGTCATGGTCACCCCTTGCGGGATTGACTTGGAGTTGAAAAATTGTTATAACAATTTTTAAATCCAAGGTCACAATCATAGTATTAAAAAATTTAAGAAAATTAAGTTTATTAATTACTGGTAAGATTATAATGTGTTACACACATTATAATCAACCTGACCTTAAGGTACAAGGTATTTGGTTGACGGCAATGGATTTAGTTTTCCTGATTATGTTTGTGATTTAACTAACGTGAAACAAGTAGAATATTTACCTGACGAATTTTTTGATTGTATTATGAGTATTTATTGCCGAGTTATTGATGGCAATGATAAATTGCAATATTTTAATATGTTGGATAATGTGAAACGAACACTTAAACCTCATGGATTTTTTATTTCAACAGAAATAATTGGTTTATTTTATAGATTTATGGAAGACAATGAATTATTTTTGGTAAATGATCAATTGATTAAATTTGCTGATAAAAATGAATTAAATGAATACATCAACAAATTTGATAAAAAGTCACATTTTGGTGAAGAAAATAATATCTTAACAGAAAAACAAAAAACATTTATTATTTTGAATTATTTTATGTTTAGAAAACATGATATTGATATCATTAAACATATTATTATTAATAATATAAAATTAGTATTTGAAAGGAATGGATATTATTATGTGGATATGATTGGAAAATATGTATTTTTTGTTAGATTAGAAGACAAAGTCTTCAAAATCTAACCTGCCGCTTTGCGGACAAGGTACCTATCGAAAAAGTAACAAATAAGAAATTAATAGGAGAATTGTTGAAATAAGAATTGAATATATCATTTGCATATTATCAATTATTTAATTAAGGATAATACCTTATAGCCAAGACGTAAGTTTGATAAGATATTGCGTTGTAATATCTATATCTTATATTATTTGTGTATAATCAATTATTTAATTAAGAATAATATTTAGGTGGATTAGTCATTTGTATATATGCATAATAATTGTACAAGAAAAGTTGAATCAAAATATTTATACGCAAAAAAATAGAAAATAAATGAATAAAATGCCTAAAAAAGAATATTCAAGTAAAAAAGCCAAATATTCAGACTCGGATTCGGAATCAGAAATAGAAATTCCAGTTGTTAAGAAGAGTAAAAAATTTAGTAAAAAAGTTAAATATTATGAATCAGAATCTGAATCTAGTGAATCGGAAATAGAATTTGAGTTAGTTGATAAAGATATTAATAAGAAATTAAGTAAACAAATTGTCAACAATGATGATGTAACAGATATTAGAAATATTATTTTTGAAAGAATAAACGATGAATATTATTGGGGTAAATATGGAGATTTTGAAGTGATAATGGATTCTGACGGATATATTAATGTCACAAAATTATGTAGTGAAGCTAAGACAAAGAATGGGAAACATAAAGAGTTCAAACAATGGAAGAGAACATCAGATGCGGATGAATATATTGACGAAATTTCTTCCGAGGTGGGAGTCACCACCTCGGAAATTTTAAAAATTGTTACCACAGGTAGTAAGCATTTGACTGAAATAAGAGGAACCTATGCTCATCCTTATTTAGTACCACATATTGCTTCTTGGGCATCTAAAAAATTTGGTATTCGAGTCTCGAAAATAGTCAATGAATATTTTTCAAAAGAAATGCTAGAAAAACATCAAGATCTGATTAAAAAGAAAGATGATAAAATAGATCGTCTTTCAAAGAAAATAGATGAACAAACAAAAACAATGAAAAAGCAAAGTAAAACCATGAAGAAACAAGACAAAAAAATCAAAAAACTATTAGAACAAGGTAATGAAGTTTTAGGATACGCTAAAGATACTAATCGGAAAATTAATGTTGTAGTTAACGAAAGAGTTCCGCTTAGTGAAGAACCTAAAAACGAAGAATCATTTTACATTGTCAGAAATAATGATAAACCCTCCAAAAAGAGAGATACATATGATTATAAAGCAATTCGTATCACAAACAAATCCAAATCAACCACTATGTCAAAATATTATAGAAACCATCCAAATGGTGAAATTATTTTGAAAATAAAATATACACCAAACGCAAAACATCTATGGAATGCTTGTAAAGAAAAAATATATATCAAGGATGAAAACATAGAACCTGGTAATAATGCATTTTGTTATTTTAATTTGTGTGGAGATTATTCGGAGAGACAATTAAAAAGAGATATTATGAAGATTCATAATAAACGTCTCAAAACAGAAGATATTTAATTATTTATTTATAAATAAGTAATTAAAAAATTTATTCGTAGTCAACCAATAAAATAGAATATCATATATGTTTTATCAATTATTTAATTTAAATAATATGATTAGTATATTATCAATTATTTTATTAATATACTAATCATATTATTTAATTTGAATAATATATTATTTATGTATAATCAATTATTTAATTTGAATATGGATAAGATAATATTCAGGTAAATTAGTCATTTGTATATTTATAATTTTAAAATAAAATTGAAAATTTTTCTGTTAAATACCTGTCAAGAAAATAAAAAAGGCGTTACATAAAAAATATAAACATGTCAGGATCAGGTATGATTAATGCACACACTTTTTGCACTGGTTGTGGTGATCCAGTAAGACTAGGTGAATATCACATATGTAATTTTGGAGAAAATTTTACACCTACTACAATCAATTTATCATGCGTATATTGTAAAAATTTGTTTGTTGTTTCTAATATTGATAAAATTGTTTGTAATCCATGTGAAATTCGTTTTCATGGAACAATTCCCAATAATTCGCGTGCCGTGGAACATTTTTAATAATCACATACACCATCTTATTTACCTTTGCAATTTCAAATGCAAGGAAATATTTCTGGTACTAGATGGTAATATTAATTCATAAATAATTATTCAATGATAATATTGATTAATTATTAAATTAGTATTTAATAAGTGTATTATCAATTATTTTATTTAATTCAGAAGCTGATTTTGGAAAATCATTCAATATCATGACACCAGGATAATTATCTTGAATAAAATTAATAACTTGTTCACTTAATTTATCACGATAACAAATCGCACGTAAATATTTGTGTAGATCCACTTTTTTCTTGATAATAATTTCATGCAAACCAGGAAAAAGACAAGTTTCATCTTGTTTTGTTCTAACAATATAATCATTGATCTCATCTAAAACAGCATCAACGTCGTCTTTTCTTGGATTAACTTTAATGGTTGATTCTATAGAAGAACCTACCCAAGATAATGCATATCTAAACGATCTTTTATAAAGTATTTTAATGTCTAATATTAATTTAAATCCACCCATAGCAGCTTCAGAATCACCTAAAAGCGTAAAATAAACATAATCAAGAGGGATACCTGATATACCCTGAAATCCAGAATAACTACTGGCGTATAAATAGCCATCTCGTAAAATTTTTAACACTTTGTCAGAAGAGGGAGGTACAATACTATGAACAAGGTAATATTTAGGTGGATTAGTCATTTGTATATATATAATTTTGAAATAAAATAGAATATCATATATGTATTATCAATTTGTGGTGATCCAGTAAGACCAGGTGAATATCACAGGTGTAGTTTTGGAGAAAATTTTACCTTGTCCGCAGTGCGGCAGGTTAAATATAATAGCGCATAGCACTATTATATTTTACACCTTCAATAACTAAATTTTTGTGCAGATGGTGTAAAAATTGGGTTCAAGCTGTTCCTGGTAAAGGCACTACTAAATGTAGTTCATGTTCACATAATTTACATGGAGCAATTGCTAATGATTCACACACAATAATGCATTTTCAACAATCACCTTATGTATCAAGTGGTTTCTGTACATCACAATATATGCCATCTTATACACCATCTTATTTACCTTTGCAATTTTAAATGCCAGGAAATATTTTTGGTACTAGATGGTAATATCAATTCATTAATAATTATTCAATGATAATATTGATTAATTATTAAATTAGTTATGATAAATGTATTATCAATAATTTAATTACATGATAGAATAATAATAATAACTGCATTAATATATCATAAGTGTATTATCAATTTTAAAAGTAATATAAAAACAAAATAATATAATGTAATTAAGCTAAGGTGGCGGTAAGATACGAATATTGCTTTGCAATATTCTATCTAACCTGTCGCTTTGCGAACAAGGAGTGGTCTAACGCGATAGACTTAAGATCTATTATCATTTGATGTCGTGGGTTCGAATCCCACCCTTAGCATTATTTTATAATAATTCTATTGAATTATTATAAATATCATAAGTGTTATATCAATTATTTAATTTAGGATAATACATCATAAGTGTATGATCAATTATTTATTACATGATGAAATTCTATTAATATATCATAAGTGTCTTATCAATTATTTATTACATGATAAAATTCTATTAATATATCATAAGTATCTTATCAATTATTTATTACATGATAAAATTCTATTAATATATCATAAGTGTATAATCAATTATTTAGTTTAGGATAATGTATGATTTGTGTAAAGTCAATTATGTATTACATGATAAAATTCTATTAATATATCATAAGTGTATGATCAATTATTTTTCACAGGATAGAATTGTATTAATATATCATAAGTGTATGATCAATTATTTTCACAGGATAGAATTGTATTAATATATAATAAGCATATCATCAATTATTTTATTAATGTTATTTAAAAATAAATAAACACAACCAAAATCAATAAAAGGACAAGACCTCAAGGGATAAATATATTATTAATTATAAAACATCATAAATTTGGGACGGACGAGTAATTTTAAATAGCTTAATAATTATGAGAATAGGTTTGTCCTTTGAATATTGTCTTCTGGTTGTATTTTTAAATGTTTAATTGTTTTTGATTCTAATATACTTTTAAAAAGTAATATAAAAATTAAATATTATTATTATTTAGTGTTGTGCGACACTCAATAATAATAAAAAAAATGATACTCAACTTCATTAACAAATAATATTCTTATGACTGGGCAATATACTTATTACAAACAATATCCTTTACCTGTTTATCAACAGATAAAGAATGTGTGCATAATCTAGCGCCTTTATTTTTATAATATCGTTCGACTTTTAAGGTAATGTTATAATTTTTTAATATGTCAATTAGTGTATTAACATAATATTGTATAGCTTTTTTATTTTTAGGATTTGATTTTAATTTTCCAGATTTTTTACCAAACAAAGGTCTATATTTTTCTTCATCCTTAAAATACATTGAATTATTTATAATATCATTGATTGCTTTATTATATTTATCATGTTCAATAATAATATGATCAAGTTTATTATCATCTAAAGTATCATAATTTTTTCCTAATAATCTATTAACAAAATCAATAATGATTTTTCTTTTAATTCTTTCTTTGTTTTTACCTTTTGAATCATAATTAGTTTCACTAATCTTTTTATAACCAAATAAAGTTTCATATCTTTCTAATAAATATTGTTTATCCAAAAACTTGTCCAATAAAAATCTCATCTCGTCATTATCAATTTCTTTTTTAATCCCAAGTTTTTTCTTAAAATAATATTTTTTGAGAACTAGTTTTTCTATTTCATTTAACTGATTTTTTGTTTGTTTTGTATTTAGTTCTTTAATATTATATTTACTTTCATCTAATTTAACCATTGTATCTATTTCATTTTCTTTAATATTAGTTTTAGTCATTGGTTTTTCTCTATCATTTTTAGAAACAAGTCTATAATGTATTTTGTTACAAGTTTTTATTATTAATATGTTGAGAACGGTTAAAAATACGTCTGGATGTTTGTTGAGTAACTCAACTTCATTATATAAACTAATTCTATCAAATAATTCGATATCATTATGATAATCTTTCATAGTCATGCGAACAATATTTTTATCTTTTTGTATTTCATAATCAATATCCCTAATAAATTTTTTATTACCTAATGTCTCATAGAATCTGTAATAACTTAATAAATCATCAAATGTATACATTGATGAACATGTTTTTGGAATAATTTTATTATCTTTTTCATTAATTGTAACAGGAATTTGTTTGTACCAACATAAAATATCATAATTGTTTAAATGTCTAATCCTACCAACCATTTGTAAAAAACTTCTTGGATCACAAGTGCCTTTAACACCGGATCTTATAATACAATACATTTTATCAAAATGTTTTTTATTAAAATCAATACCACTAATAATAGACGGAGAAAACATAACAACTTGATATTTTGACCAAAAATCATTGACATTTTCTAGTTCATTTTTAAGTTTATCATTAGATTTTGAAGTGTGTGTAACATGTTTCACATTCATTTTATTAAGTTCAATAGATATTTTATTAATAGCAGAAGCTGACATAGAAACAACACAAACATTTTTTTTGGCTTTGATATCCGCAAATAATTTTTTATCAAAATCAGCTTCATCATTTGTAATGATAAAATTTTTAGTAACAGGTTTATAAGTATTATTAATAATAATATAATCACTATTGGAAGTTAAATCACCAGTATTTTCAATAAGAAGTTTAGTTCTAATGCCAATATCAGCATCCAATACAATTAATTTTTTGGATGTAGAAATAATTTTCATCATAAAGTTAAATATGTCTCTTGAATCAGAATTTGGTTTATTTAAAAATGGCGACTCGTAATGACTCAAACAACCTTCAATTTCGTCAATAATTATTAAATCATATCGTTTAAATAATATATCGCCAGTAAACATATCATAATATTTTGTACGCATTAAACTATCAATTTGAACAATAACACGATCATATTCAAATAAACTTTCTTGTACATCCATGTAATTAATAAAACCAAAATCTTTAAAAGAACCATACAAACTCTTTGTTAAAGTTTGCCTATGTGTTATCCATAATATTTTTTTCATACCATAAGTATCTAATACGTGTTTAATTAACGTAGTTTTACCAGTACCCATAGCTGATTTAATTGCTAACGTTTTCTTATTATTGATCCAATTATCTAAAATATTTGTCATATCTGAATATTCTAACAAATATTGTTGATTTAATTGGTGTGCATCATCAAGAAATTCATCATCTTGATCAACATATCCAACATATATTGATTTTTTTTCTTTGCATCTGGTTGATAAACATTTTAGATAAAAACCATTAACTCTTTGATACAATAAAAATCTGTTTGTTCCAGTATGTACTTTACTAGTAATTGGACAAGGGTTTTTTCTGTTTTCATAATTTATATAATAACTACCATCATCTTTTGTTTCAATTTTACAAGCTGATGGTAAATATTTTTTAACTAACTGTAAAAGTTTATTCTGGAAATTAGTTGTAGGGGGATTATTACGAGTTATTATCTTTTTATTTTTAGTAGTTTGTTTAATCAAAGGAGTATTAAGTAAATATGTTGGTTTAGAATCATCTACATAGGATATCAAATATCGTAGTTTATTCTTGTCAGATAAATTTAGTTCTTCTAATGTCACACTATCAATTGGTACAAGAATTCGTTCACCTGTGGGAAATTTACCTGATCCAATCATACGTAATGTTGCATCTTTTCTATAAACTTGCGGATCAAGATAACCAGGTGTCTTATCATTAAAATTAGCTTTATCTTTGTATTCATCATTTAAATTTATTAAACAAGTATATAAATGATAAGCTGTACTGTTTTCAACTGACTTACTGTTTGTATAATAATAAGTTTCATTTTTCGGTGAAACAACTACATGAACACTTAATTTATATCCATCAGATGATTTACCTGAGCTATTCAATAATAAAACATCACTGGGTTTGATTTTTGTATTATATTCCGTGTCAAATACTTTTATTATGTCATCTACTAATTGTGGAATGATTCTTTTAAAATCTTTTTTAAATTCTTTTTCTGAAGGATAATAATGTTCAATATCAAGGTATGGTTTTCTCTTTGTTCCATCAGGAAACATCTCTTGCAAAAATTTCTTTTTACTTTTCATCGGAGAAATATTTTTAAAGAAGTCTTCATTTTTATCCAAAGCAACAAAATTATAAGCTCTATCATTAACAGGGAATTGTAAATATATTTTGGAATTTCTATCAGATTCTTTTATTGATTCAATCATGTCATTTTTCTTATAAAACACTTTGGCCATTATCTCTGTATTTATAACATTCTCATTTCTTTATATTATTTACACATTAACACACTACTTCACTATATAATTAACACACCATATAGTTTAAATAAATATTGATATTAAAAATCATTATTATAAAAATAACATAACTGACAATAACAATAATGTCAAAGAGCAATAATAATAAAAGGAAAATAGAAAAGGCAAGAATAGAAGCTAAAATATTGGGATTTATCGAGTCGGGTAGAAAAGAAATAACAACTAAATCACAACTTGAAAAATATGCGATTGGGTCATTAATATCATATACGAATAATAATAATGTATTTAGATTAGGTGGATTTATTGTAAAATTTGCTGATGAATATTTTATATACATAACACCTGATTTTGAGACAAAATATAGAGTAAGATATCAAAATGTTAAAAAAATGTGGGTTGGTGATGTGTACAAAACTAAAAATGATTTAGTAAGTTTAATAAAAGCATCTCAAGAACCGACGAAATATAAAGTAGAAATTGGAAATATTACAGTATATTATGCAAAAAATTCTTTTGATGCAAGGAGATTTAAAAGCACAGAAAAATACAAACGTATGATGACTTGGTATAATTATTTTAATAAAGACCAGGAATGTGACAGTGGATCAAAAACATCCAAAAAATCATCTTAATAATTCAAATATACACTTCATTCCAAGGGACATACCCCCTGTTTTAATAGCTATAATTTTCTGTAAAGGACTTGTCTCAAATATGTTTTTCGGTAGCGTATTTGTTTTATATAAAGAAATATACATATATTATAAATTATCATGAGTAAAACTAATAATCCACATTTCAAAAAAATAGCTTTTTATATTATCTCCACCAAAAATAAATCAAAGAAAAATATATTTAAAATAGGTATTCACACTGGAACTGTTTATTCATTACTGTCTAGATATGTTACATATATTATGAATCCTATTGTTCATTATTTTCAATATATTAACGAAGCTGCCAGTATTGAAAAAAATTTAAAAAATGAACTTTATGACTATAGACAAGAAAATGGTTTTGGTAATAAAAGTGAGTGGGTAAAAATGCCTTATGAATTACTTTATGAACACGTAAGATCACATATTACACATAATTATAATATTGTTGTCGATAAATATGGTGGTATTGACTTACCTAAAAACCATGTCAGAAAAATACTTTATAATAAAAATAATACTAGTGATAAAGATAATGTCTTTGACAAAAAGGACAAAGGAAAATTATTATCCAATATTGACGAGACCAAATATAAAATATCTGATCTCATGAAAAAACAATCACAAAACAAATTAACTAAACAAGAAAAACTAATTTTAGAAAAACACTTCTTTAAAAAGACTTTTGGTATCAAGAGTACAAAAAATAAAAAAGAATTTGAAAATTTTTATGAAGAATTCCATGACAAAGATATTTGTGTAAAGAGATTCGAAAATTATTTTCAGTACAAAAATAATTATGACAATGATACTGAAATAGATGATTATAATAATGGTAAAGAAAAAGTGAGACAAAAGATAGTCACCCCTTTGCGGGATTGACTTGGAGTTGAAAAATTGTCATAACAATTTTTCAATCCAAGGTCACTGATTTTTTAAATATTATTTTGTCACAAAATAAAAAACAATACAAATGTAATGATATTTGTGCAATATTAACACAAAATGATTATGAAAATGCTATCAATAGTATTGCTAAAAACTCTATTTATTACATTTTGGAATATGTTATACTCATTTTGCAAAGCAAAATGAATATACATACACAAAATGTTTCTAGGCGTAATATTTACAACTTTGTTGTAAATAATACCCTAGAACAAAGATGTCCAGGTTGATTATTGTTTCGATTATATTAGAGATAATTATATTTATGGTGAACCGAAATTTATTTCAAATGAAATGGAAGATAATGAATATATTTATAAATTTAATTAACGCGGATTTGTAGTGTTGTTTCATTTAATTTGATATTTTTAGTTTTCATTAAAAATATCAAATAATTTTCAATTTTTAACATGCTTTTTGAATATTAATAAAAATTTCAAAAAACATTTGATGGTCGTACTTTATGTAATGAAAATATTTTTGGCTCATTTACTTTGTGTTACTTTAAAATTGTCTGTAATTGTTCCAATCTGGAGCATTAATGATAGAATTTCAACAATAACTATTAATCAAAATTCCATAATCAAGCGTATTAATATCATTGGAATACTTTACTAAAAAAAGATATTATAACAATTTACAAAAAATAAAAATTATTTTTTAGAAATTACTATTTCTTGATGAAAAAAACATATCAAAAAACAATTGTAGGTTTTCTTTCAGAAAGATAAATCACAATGAGTGGTTTGATGTATGATAGTTCATCAGGATAAAAACAGAACCCTCTAATATTAGTATCCTTATCAGTCCCACTCAGAGAGTTTTTCAAAAGAACATACCTATTCTCATTAGAAAAATTCCACTCGGATGGAAAATCAAAAGTATCCTCATCTCCTAGCATGTATGATATGTAATCATACATATCACGCAGACTTTTATTAGATATGATACCACCAGTCAACTCCTTTGTAATCTTGGCAAAATCCAAACATTTTACTTGTCCGAGACGCTTGAGATGATCAAGTGGAAGTGTATCACAAATACACTCACCTGCTGAATCAAACTCACATTCACACTGAATTACAATCGCTTGTGTGATAAGATCAGAGGTAGTGGAATCAAGTGTCTCAATTTTGGTGGTCAAATCAGAAGGATTAATCTGGTTGGACTGATGGGAAGCGCAAAGCCACGAAGACATGATTTTAATGTATTTAGTTATTTTATAACTGGTATTTTAAATATAATATAAGGGAAGCTCTTAATAATAAATTTTTCAATTTTTTATTATTATAAATATATCACAATCATATTATAAATAATAAAATATATTATAGACAATTATCTCAATTTAGGGGAAAAGAATCAGAAATTTGCCTTAATTTAGTATCAATAATACGATATATTTATTATCAGATTCCCTTAGATTATGACAAAATGAAAGAATTTCTAGGCGTAATATTTACAGCTTTGCTGTAAATAATACCCAAGAACAAAGACGAAGAAAGTAACCGAGCTTTATTTTCAAAAAAGAAATTACCATACAATAAAACTAATCACAGCAATAAATCTTATATGAATACTGTTAGGAAAAATTTATACAAAACAAACAGTTATACTATATAAAAATATATTACCTAATAAATATTAGGTAAGGAATCCTCGATTATTATAAAAATAACATAATAATCTGGAATCGATAACCAAGATTTCTTAAAAAAATTCCACAAATATTTTAATTTTATTAAAATATTTAAGTGATACGCTGAGAATCACTATAATCAAATCTAACAATACCTATGGTGTTGGTTTTAAATAGATTTTTCTCAGCTGTAAAATGTGTACTTCAATCTTATGGCATTGAATTTGAAAGAGGTAAAAGGAAACGTGTCAAAGGAGAACTTGTCTACGATTATTCTTTGTCTGTTAATGAGCAGATAAAGGATATTGTAGATTGTAAATATGGTATTATTGATACTATTGATGATTTTTCAAGTCTTTTTTAAATTTTAGCATAGATATTTTGGCGAATATCTATACTAAATATATGTAATATTTTTTTATATTATTTTAATAATTAGTGGAAAAAATAACAGACCTAGTGTTCACAACGAGCGAACGTTGTGAACAAATAAATATAACTATTTATAAGTGTTTCATCAATTATTTTGTTACATGATAGAATAATTATATTAACTGTATTAATATATCATAAGCGTTTAATCAATTATTTTATTACATAATAGAATAATTGTAATAACTATATTAATATATGATAAGTATATCATCAATTATTTTATTACATAATAGAATAATTGTAATAACTATATTAATATATGATAAGTGTATCATCAATTATTTTATTACATAATAGAATAATTATATTAAATGTATTAATATATCATAAGTGTATCATCAATTATTTTATTACATGATATAATAATTATATTAACTGTATTAATATATGATAAGTATATCATCAATTATTTTATTACATAATAGAATAATTGTAATAACTATATTAATATATGATAAGTATATCATCAATTATTTTAATAACAATATAATTTATATGTTGTTAACTTTATTAAATATATTTTATTCAGCTATTAATTTTTTGATATAAAATGAATATTATAATAATATAATATACGTCACGTATTTATAAAATAAATAAAAATGGAAACAATAAAACCCGTAAAAATAAATAAAAATTATTATTATTC